TGTACGAATACTCAACTACTACTTCATAATTATATTTCATACCAAACTCGAGTCGCACTACTTCACTTCTCGCCTCATCATTCACTTACTTTACACACCACTACATGCACATTACTGTCTCGCTTACTCGAGTTTTGTGCAATCTGTCGTACTTTATCCAACCCATCCACTTTTCCACATCCCTCTCTTAGTACACCAACTTCATCATCCATCACTCACCGCTTGCACCACACCTTCACTCCACACACATAGTATATACCCACACCTATCTAACGTTTGTCTTGCAACCAACGATTACACAGGAGGACAATGTTTGCAATGTCGCGATATACAAAAAAGAGAAAACAAAGTAACAATGATAAAAGGTCATAGAATAATGAAATATACAACCAAGAACCTATGTATCATTATTTTACACGTCTTTGTCAGCATTCGCTATGCGATTTTCCACACGCTCAGAAGCATGTGCGCGAAGGAATGAAGGAATCCAAGGCATTTGCAGTACACGCTCAAGATCAGCGATGCGCAGAGAATCAATCACTTCTATTTGTTCCTCTTGATCGATCAAAGATTCTCTACCTAATAAAATGGTCAAAAATCCAGCCGGCGTACGATCCCAAGCCCATAGTCGCCAACACCGGGACACAAATTCTTTGACAGTGCGAGGTATTGGCACAGACTGTGGCCATACAGGAGTGGCCAACTGAAACACAATAGGTAAGAGTTGCTGCACCCATGGGCGTGCAGTCAATGCCTCTTGTGATAGCAGCCCACGATATTGATCCAATTTTCGAAAGGGGTGCCCATGACCCGCTGTAACATTGCGGCGAATATCAATATACAAATCGTCATTTACAGCGCCACCATCGGCGCCTTCCCACAGAACACGGGGGAACACACTTTTTGGCCCAACAGTACCGGACACACTATAGCATAGCCGGTCGAGACAGGTCTCGCGTGCATGGAGAATGGATCGATGTTCATTAGAGTTTTCAACGACTCCAATACATGCCGCACGACATGTGTCGTACGTCGTACACTCTGCATCCGTAAAGAACGAGAAGTGGCGCACAGTCACAACATCCATATATATACATATATTTTGTTTAGTAAATGAATATCATGTTTCTGAAAAAAACCAACAAAATAGTTTATATATCTCGAGAAATATAGGGTTCTGTCTCGAGATCAACACCCACACACCCGTCCCAGTGCAAAATATGCTTTCTACCTTGCTTTGTTTAACCACCAGGTATCCTATAGCGGGCGACGGGAGCGGGGAGTGTAGTAGTACGACTCGAGTTTTGTGTGATATGAATACTCAACTACTCCATAATTTTATTTCACACAAAACTCGAGTCGCACTACTACACTCCGCGCTCCCATCACTTACTTCACACCTCACTACATGCACACTGATGTCTCCCTTACATAGACCACTCGAGTTCTGTGCAACTTTATATACTTTATCCAACCCATCCACTTTTCCATATTTCCTCCATGGTACACCACCACATCATGTACACCAACTAACTTCATCACACACCTCTTGCACACCACCTTCACTTCCTCCATACAGAGTACACAGACTTAACACTACCAATACTCAACTACTTCATAATTTTATTTCTCACTAAACTCGAGTTGTACTACTACACTCCTCACCCCCGTCATCCGTTCTCTTCACATCACTACGCGCACTCTTGTATATCTTCTACACCATCATCCATTCAAGCACAAACAACATGCGCGCCACCCTTATTAGATTATGGAATTGGGTGGTCACTTCACCGCGACGCACACATCTGGTCCTTGCTATATACCCGATCACTATCATGTTGTTTGCATTTTCTATTTTCGTGATGATACAGCACAAAATGTGGCCCCTCGTTGTTTGGGCTGTCATTGCCCTCGCCCTTGCCTTTGTATACTTTGGCGGTAGACTCGCTGACGCTCTTGGGCAAGATCACCAGTACCGCATGGACATTCTACATTCCCGCCTCCTCATCAACAATGAACACTGTCGCACTTCCTCTGGTTAAAACTTTCACCACTACTGTGAGTGTACAGATCTATCAAGGCGACGCTGCCACCACATAACAAGAGAATGTTCTATAAGTCCCTTTGTGCACCCAATACATCATTGCCAGTTTTACTGACAGTTACCAACTATACACGAACTCGTCCGCTTTGGATTTGCGATGACGAAGAGACGTCGCGCTTGCTGTAGGGCTTGGGCTATTCGGGCTTATTGTGATTGTGACCATCGATGGCCCATGATCCAATTTCACCACCGTGGCTTTTAGCTCACCAGCACATTCGGGAACAAATTCAACTAGACGCGCAATCTGGTGCACGTCTGATCGTAGGATCCGAGCGATCGACGGATTCCCAGGTACTTGCACAAAATATACCTATAAAGGAGGCAGGATTCAATAAGCATTTAACAACGAAAAAGAAGCGCAAGGAAACATGACACCGACCAATTCTTCTTCAAACTGACCCCACGAGTCCACATTTCCTACTTTCAGGTTTTTTCCCACCATGTGCATTCCAGTTGGGTTGCATTCCAACCCTGCAGATGCGAGCGCTTTCCAAATGCCGATAAGACTGATACCATCGGGAAATACTGTCGCCCATTCTGGTACGTATTCCAATGCTCGATAGATGCATCCACCGACCACATTCCCTCGCCGGGAGGCCGGATGCCGCATCAAATACCACTCCACGGCGCCTGCAACTATGCGCAGCGCGCGTTCAGGCACTTTCTCACAGCCCTCAACTCCATGTCGGATCAATCCAACCAACTCCTCGTGATTGTAGATCTGCGCTGCTGCTCTGACGTCCTTACGTGGTGGGTCAATCGTCGCCATATACAGTGCATATATATCCTTCTCACGATATATCAACTTCTACTGCCTGACTGACACACACGCCATCCACCGAGGCGCGACTGACACTATCTATCTCGAGATGACGGACACTATTCGCCGCATTATACTACATCTGTACGCACTGCTGTCTCGCTTGCTTACATCTACCACTCGAGTTTTGTATATTATGCTGCCTTTACACCACTACACTCCTCCCTCCACCACTCATACCGTGTACACCAAAACTTCTTCATCACTCACCACCTGCATTGTACACCTTCACTTCCTCCACACAGAGTACATCCACTTAACACCACCCATACTCAAGTACTTCATTATATTTATTTCACACTAAACTCGAGTCGTACTACTCCACTCTTTTCCACTACATCATCTATCTAACACACCTAATTGCTTCCAGGGCTACCCCATCCATTCAAGCACAAACAACATACAACATGCGCGCCACCCTTATTACCTCTTCGCAGCGGTTATGGAATTGGATCGTCACTTCGCATCACCGCACACATCTGGGCATTACCATTTATCAGATCACTGCCTTGTTCTTCGCATTCTTCTTTTTATTATCCGCCATGCTACAACACAACACGTGGCCACTTGCTTGGACTGGCACCGCCCTCGCCCTTGCCTTTCTCTGCTTTGGCGCTACTCTCATCAACGCTCTTGCACAACTTCATCAACTCCACATGGACACTTTACATTCCCGCATCTGCAACTCCGCTTTGCACTGCCGCACTTCCTCTGGTTAATCTCCCTATGTACCACATGTTATTTATTACTGGGTGTACGTTCACACCTTGTAATATACACACTGCACCTTGTACTTTTCTCCATATATTTACTATTTTACACTGTTGCGTCCCACGCGCGACATAGTTCCACAATCTCCGTATGCCCTTCGGTATCGGCATACTGACCCGCCAGCACCACACCCCTCGCACCCCACTCATCATGGCATACTCGCACCAGATGTATATGTCCCCCACGTGCCGCACCCCACATGGCCGAATCCACATCCGTCGCGTTCCACGCATCATGACACAATCGCATAATGTGTTCATGCCCTCCCTCCGCAGCCGCCGCCATCGCCCAGTTCACATCGCCAGCATTCCATTCATCATGGTACAGTCGCACAATGCGCTCGTGCCCTCCCTCTGCAGCCGCCGCCATCGCCCAATTTACTTCCCTCGCACCCCACTCCACGTAGCATAACCTTACAAGCCACTCATGACCTCGGCTTGCAGCGTTTGCCATTACCCCATCCATATTCGTCTGCCGCCACTCTGTATGGCTCAACTTAACAATCTCCACATGGCCCTCTTGTGCCGCGGTCAACATCATCTGTTCGACACGTTCTGCACCCCACTCCTCAACGCACACCCGCACCAGTTCCACATGCCCGCCACGCGCCGCCGCCATCAGCAATGTGTTTCTTTCCACAACTGACCAATCCCTGCGCGGCAGTCGCTTCTCTTGTATCCACCGTAACAATTCCACACGACCTTCCCATCCAATATATCGCAATGATGCAAGCCTATATTCACCCAGCACCCATCCAATATATCGCAATGAACAAGGCCCATATTGACCCTGCACATGCCGCACTACTAGACGCTTGTATTTCTTGCACGCAAGCGCGCACAATGGTACGTACGCGGTTGCATACGTCAGGAGCACCTCCCGCAACACATCCTCTACCACATTCTCCATATGTGTGTGCTCTCTGTCATCCCGTGTGCAACACGATACATACACAAACTACCTACGTCACACCACACCCATATATATATATATATTGGTATCGCCATATAAGTCTCGAGTGTTACTCCATCTCGAGACATTGTACTCATAAACTCCGCCCCATCTCCTCCTTACATCAATCACTCTCTCTACCCTTACCAAGAAATAATCCCTTGCAATGTCATCTTCACCAAGTATGCTCACGATTGCGCAATGCGTCGCCACGGGTGCCCTCTTCGCTGGCTCTGTTGCCGCCTCTCTGTATAAACCTTCTTCATCTCCTTCACGAGTACCTGCTGCCGCGGCGGCCAACGACGATGTCGACTCTGCCATGGTTTCTGTCGGTTACAACGGCCATGAACGCATCGTACGTCTCTGTCACGACGAGTGGGGCACCACCGATGTCGACTCCTTGCCGCGCTCGCTCCGCGACAAACCCTCTCCCTCGCGTGGTGGTGGCCTCGTCGTTCTTGCCGGCGTCTCTCTCTACTGTGGACTCTTTTGGGCTGCCATGACCGGCTTTGGCTTGAAAAAATTCACTGACATCCAATTCTAAGTTCTCAATAAATAATGTATATATTTCATCACTCACCTCTTGCACCACCCACCACTGCACTCCCACTTCGTACTTCACATGCATACAACTCGAGTTTTATATATATTCACTCATTACTACTCCCTCCAACCATCTCTCTCACAATACCACTCACAATACCACACTTTCTTTACAGACCTACAAAGACAACATGGAGTTTGTCCTCGTACAGGATGTCCTACACACTATTATCATGCACTATGCCGCATTATACCGACCGTTACTCGCCCTCGTCCATTCTCGTTGGCGCTCCGCCTACGCCCTCTCTTCTTCCAGCCACACCTCTCCAACTATTACTGCAGCCGGACAACTTGCAAAGGAAGGCCGGATAGATCTACTGCGATGGATACACACCATGCGACAAGAACGCATCCGGTCCCTCGACACGATGCATACGATCATGTTCATTGCCGCACGACACGGCCACGAGGCTCTCGTACGACTGTGCCACGACGCATGGCAAGCAACGGATGTGAACTGGGCAATGGCATATGCTGCGATACGAGGACACGAGGCAATTGTACGGTTGTGTCGTGACGAATGGCACGCCGATAATGTGAACCGTGCGATGGCGTTTGCTGCGAGAGGTGGCCATGAAGCGATTGTACGGTTGTGTCATGACGACTGGGGAGCGACGGATGTGGATTGGGCGATGGGGCATGCGGCGACAGGAGGCCATGAGGTCCTTGTACGGTTGTGTCATGACGAATGGCACGCCGAAGATGTGAACCGTGCGATGGCGTGGGCGGCGCAAGAAGGACACGAGGCGATTGTACGGTTGTGTCATGACGAATGGCACGCCGACGAGGTGAACCGTGCGATGGCGTGGGTGGCGGAACATGGACGCGAAGCGATTGTACGGTTGTGTCATGACGAGTGGAATGCAAGTGATGTGAACAGTGCGATGGCGTGGGCGGCGCAAGAAGGACACGAGACGATTGTACGGTTGTGTCATGACGAATGGCACGCCGATGAGGTGAACCGTGCGATGACTGCTGCGGCGAGACGAGGACACGAGGCGATTGTACGGTTGTGTCATGACGAGTGGAAGGCAAGTGATGTGAACAGTGCGATGGCGTGGGCGGCATTTGGAGGCCACGAGGCGATTGTGCGGTTGTGTCATGGCGCATGGGGAGCGACGGATGTGAATCGTGCAAAGGTTGCTGCGGCAAAAGGAGGACATGAAGCGATTGTACAACTATGTCTCCTCATGGGTGCGATGCCCAATTATTTTGATAAACATGCTTCTATCTATCGTGCAGTATATGTATGCACCCCTATTGTTCTGCACTGCTGCTGCTGCAAACAACGCCAAACATTCGTACTCATTTACACATTATATGTTTACATTATTACCGCCGCGTGCGTGCAAGGCAATCCAGTTGTTAAGCATTGCTATTGCAACTTCCTGTTCCTGCTGTTTCCGCAATATTTCTACCATCCGCCACGTGTACATGGTCGTAATTGCTGTCATCATCAAGATTATCATCACAATTACTATCGCAACCAATAACTGCACGTCCTTAGATTGCCATCTTTCTGTCGCGTCAAACATTCGCACCATCGCCTCCTCTCCACATCCTTCTGCTACTTCCTTCATCTTTTCCATCGTCCGCACTGACCACTCCCTCTTTCGCTTCGACCTTATCCATTGCAGCAGTTCTTCTCGACCTTCCCGTACATACACCTTCAATCTTCTACTCGCTTTCTTACCACTTTTCCCTCTTCTGCTTTCATCTCCTCTCCCTACTTTATCTTTCCACTTCTTGCACGCCATTCGCCAGCATGGTCCATACGCATCTGTTGCATATTGCTGCAGTATTTTCCCTCTTCTGCTTTCATCTCCTCTCCCTACTTTATCTTTCCACTTCTTGCACGCCATTCGCCAGCATGGTCCATACGCATCTGTTGCATATTGCTGCAGTATACAGTTCTGTACATCTTGCACCAACACCTCCATCGGTAATGTATGTATGTATGTATCTTCTCACTCCCACCAAGACAAATCACCATTACTTAACCAACCGATTTATTTCCCCTACACAAATTAATCCATCTCGAGTTCTACTAACAGTACTTTCCTATCTTCTTGTCAGTTCTGGGAGATGCAGTGTACAGTAACTGTCCTTACCCCGCGTAGCCAACAAGATATACCCTAATGTGTCACAAGTCTGTCCTACTGACTGTATATTATACATACTCCGCTCGCTGCACAACCAACACACACATGCCAAAGCATGATGATAGGACGCACGCTCCCACACGTTATATGCGCTACATGAATCGTGCCACCAAGTCCAAGAAGAGCATCCAATGGGATTTGACAATGCTCCAATGCAGTGACCTATTTTGGTCTCCATGTGTCTACTGCGAACGCAACCCCATGACCGAGGGATCTATGAACGGCATCGATCGCATTGATTCCAGCCGAGGATATACCACAGACAATACAGCGCCGTGTTGCGACATTTGTAATTACGCCAAACGACTATTAAGTCCAACACAGTTTGTCGCACATTGTGCCCGCGTCGTTGCCGTCGCAACCAGAAAACAAACACTCTAACAGTATCTTAGTCTGTAAAAATATACAACTTATGACAAATCACGTCGCAACACCTCCTTCCTGCATATCTTTTCATATGCAGAATCCATACTGCTTCCATCCATCAACTTGCACAGGCATGTTACGGTTCGCTTTAGTACGGCACCATGATTTATTGTTATCATCTGCTTCCTTCGTCATAGGATTAAAAGCGAACAATGTTGGAAGGTGACGGTGCCTCCTTGAAATAATAGTAGCCACCCGACGCCGGGCACGACCCACTGTTCATCAGCAGGTGACGCACATAGCCCTTGCCCTTCTCCAGTGTCACCACTTCCAACGGGTACAGTCCAGCACAGCAATTCTTCCAGTGTGCAATGGTTTCACCCTGGTGCGCCGATACAATACCGGGGTAGCGATGGTTGAGATAATGGTACAACGTAGCGATAGGCGCACGCGTTTGTGCGAGATGGAGCAATACGGGATCCGTCACAAACTGCCACTCTAAGCCTGTCATGGCAGATGTCTCATTCGTGGGAGTGTACGACGCAGAAGCCGCATCGCAACTCTTAGACTGCATCACGCTGTAAGGACACCCGAGCACTTTCATGTCCAGACTCAAACCATTACCCATCCGAACTGGCACCACGACACGTTGAGGCTCGGACTCCGACGTCTGTGTCAAAGGAACGGAGGGCGCAGCCGGCGACGACAAAGGCGCAGCAGCAGGAGTGGTGAGAACGGATTCTACCAACGTGACAACATTGTCCATATTCTTCTGAATGTCTGCTGCCACAACAGCACCACAGAGTACAGCCTCGACATTCTTCAACGATTTGTTGCGCAGGTACACAATTACGTCGTTGATAATATTGCGTGGACAGCGCTCCACCATTCGCCGACACAACGCTTTCAGGCCGCTCTCACACGGAACAAACATCACATCCACAATCGTTCGCACCGTCATTTCTTTGTCAGCGGTGTATGCTGAAACCACGGTGGCAACATTGCTATCTTCTCTGAACCAGACGGCTGCCCAGAGAGGATCCGAAGAAGAAGGAAGAGACATTGTGTGGAGAAAGAGTTGCTCGAATTGGAATTGTGTTTCGATTGGCGATGCTGAATGAACTGTAAAGCTACACAGATTCCAACCGTAGTCTGCACCGATGCTGTTCTCGAGATGATACATACTCCAACGCCTCGAGTGTCCAGAAAGACTCGAGATATCCGTGTGTGGTGATCATATATACATATTATTGTTGCGCACATGTGTTGTGATATCTATTCATTGACTCACAACAAACAAGCACACCAAGCAAAAGCGACGCATCTATATATCAGGCAGCAACACACGAGTATGAGCACGATACCAGAGACACCACACCTGCAGGAGGAGGGCGATACTGTTGAATCGATCACGCGGCAGTGTCACGAACGGTACGGCCGAACAGACATCAATTTTGTTATGGTGTATGCGGCGAAGCGCGGACTCGAATCCATTGTGCGACAATGTCATGATGAGCACGGTGCGACGGATGTGAACTCGGCGATGATCTTTGCGGCAAAAGGAGGCCACGCGTCCATCGTGCGATTATGTCACGATCAATGGGACGCTCGGGGTGTCGACTGGGCGATGTGGTCTGCGGCAAAAGGAGGGCACGAATCGATTGTGCGACTGTGCCATGATGAATGGGGTGCGACGGACGTGGACGGTGCAATGATCGCTGCGGCAAAGGGAGGCCACGCGTCCATCGTGCGACTATGTCATGACGCGTGGGGTGCGACGGACGTGAACGCTGCGATGGTGTGTGCGGCGTACCGCGGACATGAAGTCATCGTACGACTGTGCCACGCTGAGTGGGGTGCGACGCGCGTGGACGGAGCGATGATGGGTGCGGCGCACATAGGGCATGTGGCTCTCGTGCGGTTGTGTCATGATGAGTGGGGTGCGACGGACGTGGACCGTGCGATGGCCGCAGCGGCGGCTGGAGGGCATGAAGTCATCGTACGACTGTGCCACGATGAGTGGGGTGCGGCAGACGTGGACCATGCGATGGTGTTGGCAGCACGAGAGGGTCATGTGGAAATTGTGCGGTTGTGTCATGATGAGTGGGGTGCGACGGATGTAGACACGGCGATGGAGCTTGCAGCACAAGGGGGTCATGACGCCATTGTGCAATTGTGTAAAAAGTGGTGTGCAACAATGGTGGAATAAACCAAGTAAGATAATATGCACGACTGTAGATGTATATAGAGAACTCGAGTTTTCACAAAATTGATCGTGTATCATTGTGAGCAAGCGATATACAAAAGGGCACAGCGATATATATACAAGTTTGTTAACTTGTCCGGTTGGCGGGGAGGTAGTAAAACTGGGTGGCTTCGCGAATCATTTCCATGAGCCATTGGTGGCATAGTGCGACGACGCGTTTACGTCCTTGAAGAATTCCACATCCCTTGTTATCGCAACTTTGACAAACGGTCACGTTGAAACCCAATTTCAGAGTCACCCCATGTTCCTTTTTCAACGCTTCCTCTTGCACTTGTCGTAGATTTCTCGCACCCCATTCGTAGCACAATCGTACAATGTGATCATGACCATCATCAGCGGCCCGGTGCATAGCGGCGGTGACATCGGTTGCGTTGTATTCGTCGTGGCAGAGGCGCACAATCTTCTCATGACCGTGCCAGGCGGCCATCATCATCGCACGGTTCGCGTTGGTTGCCCCCCATTCATCGTGACACATGCGCACAATGTGCTCCTGGCCACACCACGCCGCTTGCGCCATTGCCTCGTCGACGTCTGTGGCGTGGTAGTGATCGTGACACAACCGCACAACATGTTCGTGACCGCCTTTGGCCGCCTCCTTCATCGCATCGTTGGCCGTGTTGATCGTGCGCTCTTTGCACATTATCATCACAGTATCTGGATCAATGGTGCGGGTAGCATACGCCGTCATCCGGGTGACATTTGCCGCCAACCATTGGTAACACAGGTTGACAATTGATGCATGACCGCCTCGGGCGGCACGGCAGAGTGTATCACAAACGCCACTCACATATAATATCACGCACATATGAGCAGCCGTATGTGGATCAACGACACCTATCTTATGCATCAGTGTATTTTCCAAATTTGCCGTGCACCAGGCGTGACACAGTCGCACAATCGACTCGTGGCCGCCGCGTGCGGCTTCTTGCATTGCCAAATCTATGCCGTCTTGCAATTGCCCACCGGCAGGTGTGGCGGCGACCCACTCCTTGTAACACAATTGCACCAGTCGTTCATGTCCACCGCGCGCGGCTCCTGCCATCGCAAACTTCATATTGGCGGGTGAACACAGTTTGTGACAGAGCCGTACTACTTTTTCGTGGTTGTTGCGTGCCGCTACCATCATCACTATTTGCCACATGTCTGGTGTTACTTGCCACAAGCCATGTAGCCACCGCAACAATTCCACATGCCCTTCCTTTGCTGCCTCCTCCATGAGTCTCCGTTTCTTCCAAACATCGTAAAACGGGATCTCATTGTACAGTCGGTTGTTCGTATACAATATACTCTGCAAGAGTGTAAGTCGCCCTTCCCTCGCCAACACATCGCATCGACTGTTGTGCGCGTGATCCGGCTCCGGCAGGATGAAACTTTCGATTTGCCATTGTTTGCACGCAATGCCCCACCATGGAGCATACGATCGTGCGTATTGTTGCAGTATACACTTGCGCACATCACACACTAAAACCTGCATTTTGTGGTGGTGTCGGGCAAGTATGTCTGGCTGCTGCGTCACGCGCTGCACGAGTGCTGCTGAGAGTAGGTACCCCCCTAACAGAATCGACACAATGAACAAACAAACTCGAGGATGAAAGACACTCGAGTTTGATAGATTTTTATGCTTGAGGATGAACGACACTCACTCGAGGTTGGTTTTCATGCTCGAGAATGGAGGAAGTGGTTTGGGACGATGACCGCGGAAAGAAGCAGTCACTTCTCATTCGTTGATTGATCAAACATCTTACACCATCCGACCTCAGCACACAAGTAGGTAGATATGGCAGCAGTAGCAACAACCGCATCGGCATCACCATTGACCGTGGCAAAGATGCTTGCGGCACATTTGAGTGACGGCTCGCCCGCTGGGTATAACAGTGCGGTGTCCAACCTGATGCAGGCAATTAATGATCTCTCAGCCAAGAAAGAGGCATTGTGCCAAAATGCTGACGGCGTTGCTTATGACGACGCGGTGTCGAACCTGATGCAGGTAATCGGTGTCCTCTCGGTCAAGAAAGAGGCATTGCGGCAACATGGTGCGGTGCTAGCACCCATTACTGTCCCCACAACCGTTCCTGTCGGTGCCGTACCCGCGCCCAGCCCCGTGTCTGCCGCCGCAACGTCGTCGTCCTCGTCGACACACCAACAAGAACCTGTCAAGAAGGATGTTCGACCATTTCGCGAGCAGGTCTTGGAGAATGCGATGGTGCGATCGACCGTGACGATGAATGCCGGTTTGGTCCACCTGCTGCTCGTGTCCGAGGACAATGCCGGCCTCTTTATGTGGGTCATGGACGAGTGGGCCGCGCTCCACCGCATGCTCACCAACTTGGACAATCTCAATGTTGACACGGTTTCTTTACGCGCACTCCTCATGCACGTTGACCGAGTCGGCGCGCACGTCGATGGTCTCATGTCCTTGATGGCCTCTGTCACCGAAGCAATGTCAAAATCACTGCGTGCACAGGTCCTTCCATCTATGCCCTGGGTTGACGAGGTTGGGCTTGGACAACAACGTGCCCTACCTGTCATCGACGCCAAAAAGGACACGCAAGTCTTGATGAAGGACTTGAAGTCCACCTTGGAAGAAATTGTCAAACTGGCTTCCACCGTGTCCACGTCTCTTTCTTTCCCCGCACAATCTGTGATGAGCCTTGGTACCCGACAGAAGATGTGCGAGCAGTTGAAGAAGCAGCCCATGCTATTGGCCTGTGCGTTTGCTTCAACTGCTGTCTATACGCGTGGACTTCAGACGCTCCTCAACGATGCCTTGGCCATTTTGTTGCACTTGAATTTGCTCTTTTAAGCGGGCCTTCACTGGGACGAAACACTGTAACTCTCCATCTATGTATCAATCAATTACACTGCCCGCACTCTTACACCCACCACTCTGCCGACTCCTTGCACCACCCACTACTACCGCTTTTGTGTCTATCCCGCATCTATTCCTATATTTACAGTATACTCGAGTTTTCTACCAATGAATATTCTCTATCCAACCGATCCTATCCGGCTTTCACGACATGCAGATGTCATATTTATTGTTCTCCAAACAAATATCAAACAACACACAACAAAGTAGTTAGTCTTTTCGTGCGACAACATAGAGATCAATCTCTCTTGCTTCGCAAAATGTCATCGGCTGCTGATTATGTGGGTGCAAACGCAATCAATTTCACAGAGTCGCGCAGTCACGTGCGTGTCGATCTCATTGCCGCGCACGTCACACAGGTCCTTTCCGATCAGGCCAACCGATTGGCCCCTCGCCCAATCAATACCGTCCTTGATGTTGGATGTGGCACCGGCCGCTTCACCGAACTCTGTCGCACCATCTTCCCCAACCCCGACACCCGCATCGTTGGATTCGATTTTGCGCCTGACCTCATCCACACCGCACGTTCGCGCGTCGGCGCACAAACCAACCACATTACGTACCTTCAGCACGATCTCTTGCAACCTCTCGACGCCGCCGCACAAAATCTTCCGTCAACATACGATATTATTCTGAGCGTGTTTTGCGTGTGTCATTTCGGCACCCGTGAGGATATGCACACGGCAATGCGCCACATGCTGCAAATGTTACACCCCGAACACGGGACACTTGTTCTTGTCATTCCGCGCATCCCTACTAATGAGTCAGAGCAGCGTGTGTTGGCAAAATACGGCGTACAGTATCCCGGCATCGATCATGTTCATTTGCGTACGGTTGCCAACAACGCCGCTAACGGTGCGCCCGTTACTGTACATCTCTCGACACGTCAACCTCTTGCTGCCACCGACACCTCGTCGCCCGCTGCCGCCGTGTTGCACGACTATTATTGGCCACCGGCAGCCTACGAAGCCATGCTGCGCGAGGTTGGTTTCCGCGGCGACATCACCTTCGCTCCGCGTCCTCTCCCGCACTCACTGTGGCGCTGCACGGCGTCGACTGACAACACCGCGGCGTCAACAGTGATGATATCCTCTCGCACACAACACAATGTCTCACATACTATGTCTCTTGCTGAACCGCCCCGCATCCCCGCCGATAATGATACGCAAGAACAACAACAAGACCGTGTCGTCGACATACTCTTGTCTGACTATTATCTGGCCGCACCGTCCTATTACATCATTATTGCGCGAAGCAATCCACCAGCAGAATAAACACAAAATGGCGCAAAGCGACTAACTATGTATACACAGTAGTCATCGTGGTATATACTTTTATTGACAAAGAACCAAATTTTTGGGTAAAATAACTTAGTCTCGCTTCTTAACGATGCGGCGATAAACGCGTGCGGTTCCGGAACCAAGCAACGCAACGGTTCCCATGCATAGCCACACCGGCCAGAACACATTACAACAAAATATCTCAAGAACCTGCCAACCAGTAACGAGAGGCTCTGAAGAGTTGTTTCCTCCGTGACGGTGTCTCGAATCTAATTCGTCCATGGCTAATGCCATAGTGCCGACGAGCGTTGCTATCGGAATGCCTAACATGTATATTGTCATGGGCAAGTGTCCCAAATGTAATGAATCGTCGTGACGGCGACCAAAATGCTCCCGGTCGGATGTGGATGACGACGAATAAAATCGTTTGTACTTGAAGGACGTGCGTAGCGATGATGAATATGATGAGAATTTGACCTTGTTGCACGACAAGATTCTTTCATGTGCACGTAATGTCTGTGCTGCTGCACGGCTAACACCAGCGAGTACGATATTCATAACTGAGGACCGTTGTTCTTGACTGCTGCCTGCTGTCAGTCAAGATATGATTTTTGCAGAGACAGCCTCTCCATCATGTACATTTCAACATCTTACCTCGAGGTTGTTTCCACATTTTATGAAAAAGCGTCGGCTATTCATCTCGAGACTATTTATACTGCACTTTAACGGCGGACATTATTTACCAGCCTCCAGAGTCTCACCTATCTTCCCTGATGATGGCTTGCAGCAAATTCGTCTACGCTGTCAATTACACACTCACATACGAGGACGAAAGTGATCCATATTGGATACTGTGTTGCACCCTTGATGATGTGAAAAATCGTGTCAGCAACCGCAGATTTATTCACAACGTCGTCATCGTTCCCACGCACTACGAAACATCCCTCTGACGACCGCACCTGTGTCTACATTGCCCACTGTTTATTTGGCGATGTCGTCTGCGCCAGTAAACAACGCACACAAGAACTCTCTCAACTAGATCCCCACTACGACATTACTACTCTCTACACTCAACTACCATCATCGTAGGAAATGTTTTTTCCACCCGCACTTTTGCATCGCTTTCTTCTCTCCTCCGGAGTTGTTATCTATATTGAGGGTGTGTGTGCTCTCTTTGTGTTCGTAGATATATGAATCAATTATTCACCTCGGTTGTTGTAATTTCTTGTTGTGTACTTACTTTTGCTCGCTTGCGTATGACTTTGCTTGCTGCGTGTGTGCGGGAACGAATTCCCAATAAACGGCAAGTAGAACGATGTGAACGATTTACATACATACAGCAATTGGACTGGGTCACAACAACAATGGGCGCCCATAATGACAAAAATCTAACACAAATGAAACTCCAAAACCAAGGATTGATAATATCACAAATGACGACACTGCTCTCTCCAAACTCGGAGGCGCTCTTCCCTCAAATAACTTGATTTTATCATTTACCATAACCGGCTTCGCCCAGATCTTGCTTCCTACCGAGGGAAAACTGCGCGTATCACTCCTCGCCCGCTGTGCTGACCTGTGGCAGCGGCCGCTCAAAGCAACCGAGGACTGGTTAATGTGCGCAGGAAACGATGAGATCGAATCGCAAAAGTGCTGCCGTTCATCTGGGTAAAGACTGCAGTTCTTGACGATCGCTAAGGTGCAGTGCATCGCATTCATTTTGTGTGATGAACAAACGACCAAGGGTTCGACCGTCATATCCACATAGTCACACATGTACAAAGGTCCATCATAGTCTGTTTCCAACGACGAAAAGCAGAAAAACCCGCTGACAGCGGTCACAATCAACCACGTGAACACGGCATCTTTCACTCGATTATTCCAACACCCTTGCGCAACCATGATCGTCGGAAGCAATACAATCAATCAATATACGCTCAAAAGAACAAATGATCCTCAACCAACACAGTACACCACCCAGTATATATATAGTGTGTGTCTCGAGAGATCTGTTGCGCGCGACGGTAACGATATGTTCTCGAGAAAGTGCAGCGGCAAAACTTTGTGATCCCTTTTTCACATATAGTCCGCGAAGCGAATCTGTCACACATGGCAACCCCTCCTCCTTCTTCTTGGGATCCTCTGCAGCAGGAAGCGTCTTTGAGAACCGATGCTGTTATGCTTGAAAGTTGCGGCGCCGGTCAAGCGTCACCACCACAATCTTCTTCTTCGACGCAGCAGGAAAATAATGATACCTTGCGTCTCTTGCGCGAGTATCTTAATACCATTTACCGTGCCATCGACCACTCGCCCCAAGAAATGCTTGATTTCCTCCAATTTGCCGAGCTCTCCTCTTGGGCCGACTGCGATGGCGACTCTCTTCAAGCGCTGGCAGACAACATGAATCTTCTTCCAACTTCTACTACCACAGTGCCTGAAGAAGATCCTGGCGTACTCGCCCACCAACGACAGACGCCGTCTGTTGTCACGACTGTGGCTGACCTAGAGAACCACTTTGTTGTACCCGTTGACAGTGCTAACAACGCTGACCAAGGACAAAATCTATGATATGTGTTGTGCGCCACCTCTGCCTGCATGCAACACACGCTTGTATATACATAAAAATGACCTTGATGTATATTTTTACAGCACGCACTCACTTCACATATACACTATGTGTCTCTGTCGCTCGTTCCATAAAATACACAGTGTATATGCGTATTACCGCATGCGCGAGGCGATGAAGTTGTGAAGCATTGCTATTGCAACTTCCTGTTCCCTCTGTTGCCGCGATATGATCGCTGCAAACCGCCACATGTACATGGCCACAATTCCTAGCCAGATCATTATGATACACCCAAGTACTATCGCAATCACCAACTGCACGCTCTCAGATCGCCATTTTTCGGTCCCGTCAAACATTCGCACAATCGCTTCATCTGCATCACATCGTTCCGCGAGCGCCCTCATCGCTTCCACCGTCCATATCGACCACGGCCGCTTTCGCTTCGACCTTATCCACCGCAGTAGTTGTAGCCGACCTTCCCGTATATACACCTTCAACAATTTCTTACTCGTTGTCGTCTTCTTTTTACCGCTCTCTCCTCGTCTTCCTACTTTATCCTTCCACTTCTTGCACGCCATTCGCCACCACGGTCCATACGCTTCTGTTGCATATCGTTGCAGTATACAGTTCTGTACATCCCACACCAATACCTCCATCCACCATACCGTATGTATATATCCACCAAACAAATATACACTACTACACCAACGCCCACTCACACAAACAAACAAATTGACTCGTCATGGAGTCCGAGATCCAACCAGCGCGGTCTCGAGAGAATACTCTCTTTACCTGCGCGTGCTGGTACGTTCTCATTAAAGCAACCCACAACAGACTGCCTATATATTAACTTAACACAAACACGCAATGTGTACTGCGCCTCCAACCAGCATCAGCAATCTGACCACGGCTGTGCACCACCGAAAGGAGGAGGATGAAGATACTACTATTGAATCGATCACGCGCCAGTGTCATACACTGTACGGCCCAACAGCAGATATCAATATGATTATGGCGTATGCGGCCAAGCGCGGACTCGAATCCGTTGTGCGACAATGTCACGATGAGTGGGGTGCGACCGACGTGAATACGGCGCTGGAATGGGCAGCCGAGGCAGGTCACGAGTCCATCGTGCGACTATGTCACGACGAGTGGGGCGCCACCGATGTCGGTTCTGCCATGATCTCTGCCGCTTACAACGGTCATGAACGCATCGTACGATTGTGCCACGAGTGGGGCGCCACCGATGATGTGGACGCTGCCATGGTGTCTGCGGCGGAAGGAGGTCAGGAGAACATTGTGCGACTGTGTTATGCCTGGGGTGTAAGAAACGTGGATCAAGCAATGGTGATTGCCGCGTACAAAGGTCATGAACAGATTGTGCGTTTCTGTCACGATACATGCGGTGCAACCAACATAAACGGTGCGATGGAGTTTGCTGCAGAAGGCGGTCATGAGCACATTGTTCGTCTCTGCCATGACCAATGGGGCGCGACTGACGTGAACTCTGCGCTATTGTATGCAACACGGAAAGGACATGTTGCCATTATCCAACTATGTCAAAAGTGGAATGCAACAGTCGTGGTGGCTGAATAACCCAACTCACTATCATGTATGTTTCTGTCTGTCTGCGTGCAACTGTATAAATACATCGCTCAGTGTCTCTATACATATACTAGTGCATTCACCTCGCTTCTTTCTTCTTCCTTCGATGCTTCCTCGGTGAGTCTTCCTTTTTTTCTAAATACTGCGAAAACGGGGTCTTATTATTGTTCTCCAGACGGTCGCTGTTTGTTTCTTCTTCTTCCAATAAGACGCTGCATAACTCCCAGCCACCCTTCCGTTGCCAACACCTCGCGTCGACTGATATGCACGTGATCCTCATTGAACACAATAGATCTTTCCATTTGCCATTGCTTGCATGCGATGCCCCACCACGGAGCATACGGTTGTGCATACCGTTGCAGTATACACTTTTGCACATCACACACTAAAACATCCATCTATCCGAAAGAACAATAGTAGTCAGTCGGATTCAAAATTTTGGGTACGTAGGTAAGTGTGTTGCGGTGCGTTGGGTATGTGTGGATATAAAATTTGCGCATATCTACCACTCGAGTTTTGTGCAATGTAACGTACTTTTTCTAACACATCCTCTTTTCCATATCTCTCTCACGGTACATTACATCATACCTTCTTCCGTCACCACCCACTTGAACCACATATATATACTGTACACAGAGACTTCATACCACGAATACCCAACTACTTTCTTATAATTATATCCACACATAACTCGAGTCGTACTACTCACTCCTCGCTTACACACCATCCACCAGTATATATATATATACACAGCAGCACCATATTTGTAGTTCATGAATAACACAACTTGAATGCCTCATTTCAGATTAAAGTACAGCCAACGATATATAGAATATAAATATTCATTATTTTCACATTATGTGTCAACCGACAGCCAATCTTTGTCGTTGCCGCTATCCAACGGAGACACGAATGGCTCCAGCGACGGCGATAATGACGTCCACTGGTCTATAGTGTCATCGTCTGAAATTGCGAGTATACTTTGCGTAGATAACAACGATTGCTTTGCTCCTGTGCAACGCGAGGTTGTATTATTATCTTCAGGAGTCGGCAACGAGACAATTCGACGACGCTTCGATGGAGGAGGATGCTCGAACAACGGATCGTCAGTATTCTCTTCCAAATCATATGGGCCCTGAAATGTTGTACTTGCGCACACTGAAGAATATTCTTGTATTCGGCTTACATCGCTGCTGAGATCCTCGTCGTTGTCGAACGTTTGCAATAATGATGATTTAGAGCACGACAGTCCTGTAGTATACGGCACTTCTTCTGCAGTTGTTGTCGGTGTGATACGTTCACGTGCTCGTTTGTCCAAGCGTTCACGATTCCAGTCTCTTCGACGGGCACGCCGTTTCTCTTCGCGCTGCGACATACGTACGACCGCGTGCTTACTGGTCGTCGCCGCGTCTACAATGACGTCACCATTGTCAAGAGGAGGAGGTGATGGCCACGTTACCAAAGGCTCGCGCAGGCACAGTATAGAATACCATGCAGTTTGAGCAGCGTGAGAGCCATCGCGTGTATGCACGTCCGATAATTCCGTGTGATGCTTTTCGTAGAGGCTGTGAAATGCAGGTCCGCTGACAAGATGCTTGGACGCGAGGGCGTCAGTAGAAAAGCGTGGCGTGATCCAATCACCACTCCGAGGCTCGTAACGGACAGGCAAGTCACGACCGCCTCTCCGGTCACCCCCAAAATAAGACCTCCGTGGCCCACCGGCCAAATGGGAAGACCAATAGAACTCGTTCGTACTTGCGTCCAAAGGATGCAGACCGTTTGTTGCGTGAAATAAATTTACGACAGCAAGAAGGCGGTTCTGTGTGGAAGTGTACAAAAACTGCATTTTCGACCTCCGTCCCGGTCCGTCTTCCTCCGATACCTGCTTCCGTAGAAATGCTTGTAACTCTGTGTCGGGTAAATAGGACAACGTGAATATCCAAGTGTATTATGTTTGTAGACGCATATAGTACATTGTAAGTGTGTATCACCTCCGCACCTTTAAAGGTCCACATGATATTTGTAAAGTGTGGAAATTGTATGTGAACGTCGACATAACCAGATCGTGGAAGTGGAACGTCGGCTGTAGACACGTGAACAATCACGCGATATGTAAACTCTCGCAACCGTACATGTGCGTCAAACTTATCCCGACGCGTGCTCTGAAAGAACGCGACAATGTTTGCGTCGAGTTGTTGCGATGATGTTGCTGTTAACACCACACACGTCTCCATCGGGCGGTGCGATATATGCAGTGTCAGTCAGGCGAAAAAACAATTCAGACGTATAAAATCTCGAGATAAAAAAAACCTCGAGATGTTTTGAACCCGGGTGGTGTCTTTTCCCATATGTGTTGCTTGCGCTTACGCGCAAAACAAGACCACTTATTTATTTAATATCCCAGCATGGGCACAAACACCACCACTACTACTACGGATCCGCCTACGAGCCCCAGCGTACCGCTTCGGTATTCGATTATATCATCATCCAGTACATTTGGCATCTTTATGTACGTCCTCTCTAGTCTATGGTTGTTGGCGCTTCTTCGTGCTGCCGTCATGTTAGTGCGCGAACGCCACACGAAGGCGGTTGCGCGCAAGTCTCCACTCTTTATGGGGTTCATTGTTCTTGGTAGCGCTTTTATGACACTCGGAGTGCTTTTACAATACGCTTCGCCATCTCTGGGCGTCTGCTTATCACAGGTGTGGTTCGTTGCAGTGGGTTTTGTACTTGCCTACGGCAGCGCCACTGCGAAAAATTGGCGTATTTGGTACATTTTCTCCAACCCCTCGATGCAGACATTTGCTATCACGAATCTCAAGTTGTTTTTGACAACACTCGCCCCGGGACTAGTGATCATGGTTGTGTTGCTCATAGGCTGGTCCGGTGCATCGCCGTTCACGCTCACCCAAGTCCAAGTCTCTGCGGCACATATGGTTTACGTCGACGTTGTGTGTGCAAGTTCGAGTCCGGTGTGGCCTGCTGTCACGTTTGGGTATGCCATGATAATTCTGGCATCGACGGCTGCCATTAGTGTCATGATTCAACGCATCTCCTCCAAATCACGACACGTGAGCGATTATAATGAATCTCTCGCTCTTGGAATGGCATGCCTTGGCGTCTGCACTGTTCAAGTGCTGGCTGCATCGATGATGATTGGATTTGTCACAGACATTGACAGCCGCTCCGCCTCCTTATCTGTACTCATCTTTATTCCGGCGGTGGCGCTTCCTATCGCCGTGTTCACACCGCTTGTGTGGAGTGCGTGGACAGGAACCCTTGATATGGATAGTGTTAGTGGTAGTCGCAGTGGCAATGTCAATCATCGCAGTACATCCACGATGATGAGTTTTTTTGTGTCAACGACGACGCCGTCTACATCGTCAGATGTTTTGAGTACCATTCTGTCCGTTCCCATGGAGGAGAGAAAGACTGCAAGCGGGTCAAAGAGACGTCACAGTTCTTCTCTGAAACACGTCACGCATCCGTCGGATGTTGCGTATTTTTACGCTGCGTTGGATAACGTGGCTCTCGTCGAACAGGCCATTTGGGACACCCTTCGTGCGGTGACTGCATCATCTGACGGTGCAACCAGTTGTTGTCGTTGTCTGACACTACGAAACGGCGGTAGCAGTGACGGGGAAGAAAATGCTGTTGATGTGACTGGCAAAAACCGTACCACCGATACGACGAATGATGAGTTACGAACTGTTGCGTTGGACGCAGTGGCGCGCATTCGTGCGGCCGGTCCATCGAGCACGACAATACTACGCCCGCACTCTGACGAGGATCCGGCTGCGTTCGGCAAGTACGAATGGTTTCGTGTGCCCTTTGTGCGACGTCTTCATCGATACATGCGATCATTTCGTGCGGCGGGTTACTACCAGATAACGTTTGGTCACATGATGGGACGCGATACGCGGCGCCTGATTGAGACGGAGCGCGAGATGCTCGCGCAATTTATACCCAACAAGAATGTTTCGGATGAACCCACGGAAGAAGACGGTGGTGATGATGCCACAACAACAACAACAACATCATCATCACTATCTTCATCGTCAACACATCATTCTGGTAATAATGAGAATAATGTAGAGCAGCAGAATGGTACATCTTCGCTGCCACCATTGCGCCGTGTTATTCGACCTCATGAACAGCGTGCTCGTAGACAACGCAACCGTGAACAACCTGTTGTTGTGAGTGCAACCGGTTACTCTGCGGATGCTTCAGACGACAATAATGCATCAACAACGGTTTCCATGGATGGTCTTACGAATAAATGAAGCAACCAAAAACAACAGTTTGTGTGGTTAGTTTTATGTCTTATACGAAGGAAAGACAACCGAATGAGAAGAGAGGAACGAGAAAAAATAATCTGTGTTTACTGTCAGAAAGCACTCTCGCACGACAAGATCCTCCATGCGTTTTTGTCACCACGTGATTATTCACTCTAGTGTTACCACTTGCGACAGACAGTCACTTTGTTCCTTCCTCCCTCCTCAAATAGAATACATAGACACATACGCAACGTCAAAGATGGTGTACAGGGCCTTATGTGTGGTACTGAACGAACAAACTCGAGTTGTATATATATATATACACGGGAAATTTACAGATGTTTTTGTTTTATCCAACGATCACACATGCGAACAATGTTCGTATGACCGTGGCGGTCAGCGGCTCGCCTGGCTCCCACCACGTTTGTTGTTGCTCCCCATTCGTCGTGACAGATACGCACAATTTGCTCATGGCCCCACCATGCCGCTGCCACCATTGTCTGGTTGACGTTTGTGGCGTGGTAGTGATCATGGCACAAACGTAGAATATCCATATGGCCTCCTTCGGCGGCTGCCACCATTGCAGCATTTATGTCTGTGGCGTGGTAGTGATCGTGGCACAAACGTAGAATATCCATCTGGCCTCCTTCGGCGGCTGCCACCATTGCACCGTCTACGTCCGTAGCCTTCCACTCTTCACGGCAGAGCCGTACAATGCCTATATACCCTTCGCGTGCGGCCTGTATCATCGCACCATTTACATTCCTGCCACCGAGTACGTCGTGACAATACCGCACAAGATGCTCATGCCCGTTACCCGCCGCGTACGCCATCGGCTCTTCCACATCAAGGTGCCATTCATCATGGCCCATTTGCACGATGGATGTATGACCTCCACACGCTGCGTAAGAAATGGTATTCACAACGTCCCGCAACGGCCAGTCATGCCCCACGTCATCTGGATTTGTCCTCCGCTCCGGTGGCGCAATCTTTTCGTGAAAAAGCGCGCGCACAAGTGTCTCGTGTCCGCCATACGCAGCCGCTGCCATTGCTCCAGCGACATCCGTTGCGCCCCACAGACGGCACCGGTGTACGAGTTTATCGTGACCATACTTTGCCGCCGTTCTCATCAAAACATTAGTTGTGTCCTCGGTCCAGTCCTTCTGCCCCTGAACACGGCGCCGCCCATGTAACCACTGTAGTAAATCCGTCTGGCCGTCACGCGCGAGTGCCTGTAGTCCACGCACGCCATCATCATCGGCGTCATCACGAGATGCGGTAGGGTTCACGGCAACGACTACTTTTTGATTTTTCCACTTGGTGCATGCCAATTGCCACAGGGGCGCGTATTCCGATGCATATCGCGCAAGCACGAGGCGACACACATCCGGGATTAGACCACTTTGCATTTATACAATCAACCAGTCAATGCCCGAGTATATACGCATCGTTCAGTGGTTGCGTGTACGCGCGCACAGGAACACCAAATGTTAGACTCGAGAACTATAAGTCTCGAGAGGCTCTATATTCGTGGTCTAGAAATGGTCATTCATTCGTGTGTACAAAAAATAACACTCAAGTGTGTTTATTCTGCCAGCATTGTAACAACGAGAATACATGCCGTGCGCAGACGTTACGTGAATTTATTTGCTTAATCGCCGCGTCTCTCTTTCGATAAAGACAACGTGATCCTTTGTGAGATCAGAGTATTTGAGCGAGAATACGTGTGGCCAAACAAACGCGAGAGCTAGGGTTAGATCGCCATTGCAACTTGTGCAATAGATGCCCGTGTCAAGCCCGTGTAACCGACACTTCCCGCCGTTGCACTGAATCAATCGCCAGTCCACCGGTGCAAATTGCACGCCGGCCTGAAAATCTTCCGGCTGCAGAGTGAGCATGTCGGCATCTTCTGGAAGACGTTGATTGTCACCTTGGTGCCGCCATCCATGACCAGAGAGAAACGTAAAAGCAATCCGGTATCGCGCTTGCGCAGGCCCAGATGTATCATCACCGTTATTTAAGGTAAACCAATCTGTCGTCTCCATAATCAACGCGCTCGTCCCTTCGGTATAATCGGCAGGTGGTGATGTGAGACACCATTCTGGAATCGGAAACGTGTTAGCGTGCTCATTTCCAATCCAACGGTTGAAGAACGAAAAAAAACCGTCTCCATTCAAGCGCTTGAGAGCAAGATCCTCCTTGAAGGCAAGCAGACATTCAACTTTTTGGCGCTCCCGTGCGTTGTGCTCTGTGCCTTCGGCGCCACCATCCTTGTCCGCCATGGCGACAATGTCCCCGGATTGAACAAATCTGGAATATAAGAATTTACTCAACTGACATAGTATTGCTCATCTCGAGTTGTTTTTACGTGTCACAAAACTCGAGTACGAGCGCTTTCAGTGGGTTTTTCTCTTCGTGCTATCTCTACTGCGGCCACAAAGAAAGAATGGCGTACGTTGGGGATCTCCCAGAGGACGTTCTGCGTGTCGCCTGGGAACAGATACCATGCCGAGCCGTGCGCTGGCGTTTGTTGTTATCATCGCGTGCTCTTTGGGTGTGGTCTTACAAGTATACGGCGCTACAACCACTGGTGTTAGAATTTCGCACCCCGTCTGCCTTGTGCAAGGTGGAAGTTCCCATTCCAGTCGACATTAAACATAAAATCAGTATTGACTGGGGCGACGGCACGCCGCGGCAAAAGAGCTCCGCCTGCGGATGCCGTGATGTAGGCCCGGTATCGGCGCAAAATTACCTTTCTCACACATTCAAATGGTCAGGCCGGTACACGGTGCGTGTTTACCCACGCGGACACAAGAAGCATGGCTGTTGGTTGACGTGGCTGGGCCAACGCAAGCGAACCTGTCAATGGACACAGTATCTCGTGGCCTTCCATTCTCTTGGTGACCTCGGCATTCGATCGCTACGTGGTCTCTTTCAAGACCAGAAGAATTTTAATTTACCATTGGATCATCTGAATGTTTGCACTGTTCGGGACATGGCCTTCATGTTCAAAACCGCTGACACGTTCAATCACCCACTGTCGAACTGGGATGTTTCGGCCGTGGAAACTATGCAGAGCATGTTCGTTGGCGCGGTAGCGTTCAACCAACCGCTGGATAACTGGAATGTGGGTGCGGTTGTGTCCATGAGTGCAATGTTTTCAGGTTGTCGTGTCTTTGACCAACCGTTGAATGCGTGGAACGTGTCAAATGTGACGGATATGCGCTCAATGTTTGACGGCGCTGCATTTTTTGACCAACCATTAGATCAATGGAATACAGCCAACGTCACCGACCTTTCGTTCACATTTCACAACGCGACTCGATTCAATCACCCGGTGGAAGATTGGAATGTGTCAAAGGTTGCAGATATGCAGTACATGTTTTGCGAGGCGGTCTCGTTCAACCAGCCAGTAGAGAAGTGGGACATGTCCCATGTGCAAAATGTGGGCAGCATGTTCCGCGATTGCACCGTATTCAACCAGCCCCTGGCACGGTGGAATTTGTCGAACGCGAAAAACATGTTCTGCATGTTTTGCGGCGCCGATCAATTTAACCAACCGTTGAACGACTGGGATGTATCCAACGTCACCAGCATGTACGAGATGTTTGACGGGGCCACACATTTCAACCAACCGCTGGATCGGTGGAACGTACGCAACGTGAAGACGTTCCACAGCATGTTTCACGGCGCAACACGTTTCAATCAATCCCTCCGCACATGGGTCTTCACGGTGAAGACGGGATCGGACCCTCGCCCCGATTTTTCGTACATGTTTCGCGGAGCCGCACAATTCGACATTGCGAACAACTTGTTTGTGTTGCCCGAACACACCCCCGTGAAAAAACTCGCTGCACATGTACAGATTGCAGGCGAATATTATATGTGAAAATCTTTATGTTGCACATCATAGATATGCGTTGTGTGTGTGCCAGTTATGTGGCTTACATAGAGTGCACTATGCCAACTCGAGTTCTTCTGGAGATCATGCGTGGTTTCACTCATTCTTAGGCACCCGGATGTGGAATGAATGGTTGAGAAATAATAATATTTGGGCTAACTCTGAGTGTTTATCTATCTGGTTCTTTTGTTGTTGTGACACACACAGTGTCTGCTTATTCAATGGAACCGCAACAACAACAGGAGCCGACGCCGCTACCACCACCAACATTGACAATGAAATTGCCAACAGATGTCGATGATCATGAGCTTTCTGCCTGGAATGCTGAATCCATCGTTGCATCCTTTCAACAGAATGCGGACAGTGTGTTTGCTGTTGCGCTGTGGAGCGCGCAACATGCTCGTTGTCCTCCAAAGAGCAATTTTGAACGGATGTATCGCGCCGCGTATAATCTTCTTTCGCAGTACGCCTGTTGTGGCGTATGTACTACGCACGTCGCTGCATTTTGGCAACGCTTGCAATTACAATATGAATTATTAGAGAAGTCAGGTGCCCCTAACGCGCACCTCATGTTTCGCGATATTTTGCAACCGTGGTGGAATATGGCACCTCACTACCTTACTGATATTTATTGCAACACACTCGTACTCTCTGTCAACGCCTGGCGCGCGCATATGGCAACCTTGCGTGCAAGAATACAACGACTGACACGTCGCGTGGTTGTCAAGGTCAACCGCACACAAGAAGAAGAAAAAGAAGCACCAACATCGCCCACAAAATCCTATCCATTCTGAATATTGCAACACACTACAGTGGATGTTGCGACCATGCATGTATATATGATGTATTAATATAACGCGTTGCACGTAGTTCAATAAACGACGCATATATCCATTGTCCAAACAGTCAGGACGGACGGGTATTTAACGACAACTACACCTACTCGAGTTTGCAACATAAAGTGTTCGAAGCAGAGAGCGGAGATACTATACCAAAATACCGTGTTCTTTTCACTCACCAACGAGATTTAGACGCACGCCCGCGTTCTCTGTGTCTGCACGTATATAGATACTGTAACAAACATGTCCTTTGGCGGTGTCGCAGTGGCTGTTGCTGTAGCATCGGGCATTTGTGCAGGCGTAGTGCAGTATAATGTGCGTCGCGGACCATTCGAGGATCAAATCTCGTGCTGGTTTGCCACATCCATGATGTCAGGAGTTACGTGCAATCTGTTGGCGCGCCAACCATGGGCGCAATGGAGTTTGCTGCACGGCGTGTCGTACTCGACAACCATCTGGGCGTGTCACCTTCTTTGCAACACCACCACCGCCGCCAAGATTACCGATCCGGCACCTATTGTCGAACGCAAAATCAACCACCATGATGTGTCAAAGATGATTGTAGACACTGCATTTCAAGGAATGATGTGTATTTTTCCTATCAGCCTTGGTTGGTTCTACGCTTACGCCGCGGGATGGTTACAAAATCAGTGTAATGTGCATCTCAGCGCGTTGTCTCTGCAATAGACACTCCGGTTCTATCTACCTTCTTTCAGACCCACCCCCTCTTTTCCAAATTTGCCTGCGCATACAAACGTTACCAGCGCTTCTGTATATACAACTCGAGTTTGTTTTATCCGAATGTTAATACACACCACCATTATTATCTATTATAGCGACGTAACACCATATGAACGCCCACCGGTGCTGTCATGATTTATTTTATATACATATATATAGCCGGCCTATTTTTTGTCCTTGCTAATTTTCAGTATTTTTAACTTTCTCAGATTGAAATCTTTGATGCCATTGGCGCGCTCATAAACAGCCACAATGGCTTTGCCGTGGCAAAACTTTCCAACGAGCACGCCTTTTAGCGTCGCCTTCTTATCAACCCACAGATGCTCGATTTCAAAAAGACTGTCCTCATACGTCACCGTGATGCCTGTCAGCAGGCACGTTTGTATGAGTTTTTTCGACTGTGGTTTTGGACGGTAGCCGACTTGTGACACGGTCGCCGTAAACTGAATCTCTTTCCCAATCAAATTTCTAAACTCTGATCGATCTATGCCAAATCCGTATGCCAAAAGTTCTTGTTTCACCGGATCCATCTTCTGAGAAGTAAAAGAAAAAGTTGGCGGCGCCAACCACTTCTCGGGGATAGCTTTAGAAAACAATGCATATCTGTACTCGAGTTTTGTATCCCGCTTCTATATTTGTGTCTCGAGTTTTGCACCAACTAACTTGCATAGTTTCTTTCACGAAAGCATTATGCGCGCGTAGCCACCCGTCCAGGACGTTTATAGGTGAACGTCAAATATATGGAGTGCCTTGTCCCGGATATACAGCGGCAAATTTTACACAGTTACGTGGGCGCATCCTACGCACCCTTGGTCAGCCTCGCGTCTCGGCGGTGGCAGAACATTGCTGTACGTCAACACATCGTCTATCATTGTGGCTGTATCGGTACACCCGCAAAGAGGATTCCTAAAGATAGTGCCGTTATCTCGCTAGCGGATCTTGCGAGGGACGGCAACGCTCGTTTACTACAGTGGATTCGATCCAAGGGATCTCGACGGTGGCAGCGACTGTGCACAGCACATCATTGTGTGCGTGCCGCGGCCCGGTATGGACACGAAGACATTGTGGACCAGTGTACGAATGGGAGCCTGTTTAGTCTGTCTGCAGAGAACCATGACCTAAAGTTAGTGCTGACGCGGGCTGCTGCGCGCGGTGGACACGACAACCTCTTGCGTCATTTCCAGTTCCATGAATGGAACATTACCTACGAGTATCACGCCGTATCGTGGGCCGCGCGAGGTGGTCACTTGCACACACTCCTCTTTCTATGCAATGCTATATGGTCGCGACGATCCGACCATCATCGCAGGCAGATGGTGTCGTTCGCTTTAGAACGCGCCGCGCGAGGAGGCCACAAAGACGTTATGGAGTGGTTGTACAATCTAGGATTGGGTCGTCCGATGGGCCCATTTCCAGAAGAAATATGTGCCGATACCATCATGGCGTGTGCGGCCGAAGGTGGCCATGAACACATTGTGCGACTTGCGCACGACGTATTAGGAGCCACAAATGTAGGACGCACCATGACAACTGCCGCACAACGCGGTCATGAGCATATTGTACGTCTTTGCAAAGAAGAGTATCATGTGACTAACGTCAATGTCGAATTCGCGATGGTTGAGGCCGCGAAAAATGGACACATTGAGATTGTGCGGTTGTGCAAACAGTATTATAGCGATGTCAATGTGAGCGCAGTCATGTGCGCGGCAGCCAGTGGAGGACATACTGAAGTTGTCCGCCTTTGTTACGAACAATGGGCATGTACCGACGTGTTCCTGGCAATGGAGGCCGCCGCCAACTCCATGGTCGAGCAGTATTGCTGGCACGACGGTCGTGCCGACGTCATCCGTCAGTGTTTACACTGGATCGATACCACTCTTCCGTAATAATGTTGTGGTTAATAAAGAGATACAAGAAAGCCGTCAACAAGCAGCACGTACATAAATGCTCTCCGCTTTTTTGTGCATTTACATTCTTATGTCTGTAGTACGTACACACTACCACACATTCTCACACATCACACAATGAAGATATATATGCACATTCTTTTTAGTTACAGGCAGGTCGCGCCATTTCCGACACATTGTGCCGCGTATGCACCGACGGTAACGGGCAACGTTTCTGATGGAAGCAATCGGCACATAATACCTCTTTGGTAATGCATGCACACTCGGGAACAAATAAAACCGCTACAGATGCAAAGCAAATAATGCACTCGTTCTCCGACTCCCGCGTCTTCTTTCGTTGTCGTCTTTGCTTCTTTTTCTTCTGCTTGTTATTCATACGCTCCTCCATGGATGGCGGTGATGCGCCGGTGGCGGTGGCGGCTGGAACCGCATTAGCGCTGCAAGACGATGATGAAGATGTTGTGCATGATGATCTCGATTCATCGTTGCCGCCGTCACACGTTGTTAGACTCTCGCAAGGTGGCTCCTTTATCTCATTCCGTATGGACATGTACTGCTGCCAAAACACATCCGGCTCGTGAAAGCAGCAACCATCAGCGTTGGTTGTTATTGGGGCATCGTTCGAGTTGCATCGTTGTTGTTGCAAAGGCAATTCAAACAAACGCACAGTATTTCCGTAGTAACTGGAGGCGGTCGCACCGACGTACGCATTATCCCGGGCAGCACGCATGGATCGCAGTAATTCATAATCAACACGACGCTGGGTCGAGGTCGTCATGTTCTGCTGCATCCACACACGTCTACGCGACGCTTCAACATGGCCCGTGGTAATGTACCAAAACAGCCACTCGCCCATGTCTTGGCGGGTAAATGCTTGATGTAGTGACGCACGTGCATCATCATCATTACGGTGAGTAATATCGACGTGTGGCGATGGTGAAAGATCTCCAAACGCACTCAACACGGGTGCCAAAAACTCTGCCAGCATCTTCTCCACGTTCTTCCTAAGCGTGCGAAAACACAATCAGAGAGATATAAGGTTATCAAGCGTGCGTATAGTCAATTAATCAATCGCAACAACATAACACTGACTCACAGAGAACATTGCTCACCAAAAACCAGGCGTACAAAACGTTCAGCGAAAAACTCAACAACTCGATAATATCTGCAGGAACGGTGGTGTGTGGATCACTGCACGACTCTGTCGCCCTCAAGAAAGCACAATATAGCGAATTATGCAATGCCACAACTCCATGGAAAAACATGACACATCGCAGTCCAAGGGATGGTGCTCGCTCCACAACAGACTGCAAAACCGCAAAAATTGTGTTGATACCCTTCTGATAGGCCGCACACGCAGACACAGCCTCTTGTATGGTCTCTCGCATGCTCTCATCAATGTCGTCGCGATGTTTGGTCATGAAGAGGAGTGTTTGATCAAATCGCTCCGTTTGGATTAGAAGAGGCATCTCCTTTTTGTCCGGAGATGATGATGACAACCAGATACGCAGCGTCATCGTTGCGAATGCGTATGAAAACCGCGACCGAAATCCTGTGTCGCATGTCGTGTGGACTATCTTGTCCACCACATCATCATTGTTCCAAATACCCACTCCTGAGGTCAATGGAAAAACGGACTTTTCTCGTTGGAGGAAAGTCCGAAAAAACAAGTCGGATGTGTCTGCCAACTCCCTCAGCCCTGGCAGCGATTTGGAGGGTGGTGTCGAACGAGTCGCTGACGATATCTTCTTCCCCGGAAGGTATGCAGCGGCAACACCCATCCCGCCATAATGCGTGCTTGTTTCAATCGCATGCATATTTGGAAACACCGTTTCCAACCACATCGGAAATCGCCACACCATAAACTCGTGGTGGTAATCCTCATTCCACCACGGATTCGTCATATACATAAACTGAGCCCACTGCTCGCACAGACGCTGCGCGTTCATAGTCACACACTTCAACTTTTCCACCACCGCGTCACTGTGGGTGTGGACTGTCGTGGCTGCAGCAGTCATGTTGTTGTGCATACCGTTTTCATTGGAGAAACCTGCTTTGTTCGCAAACGCAGGCACCGACAGAAATGACTGGCGCATCGACGCAGCAACAGTGTCCGTACATGCACGAGGAATGATCGGAGCATACGGCAACTCGCTCAATGCAGATCCCATCACATATCTGTTATTGTTGTTGGTGGTGGTGGCAGTACCACCCCTGGTATGATCGTGGAGCGATACTGGCTCCATGTTGTTGAGAGAGAGTGTGTGTATATATACGCACTTGCGGAATAATAGAGAGGAGAATCGATCGAAATAATTTCGAGTGGTTGCCGCTTTACGTACATCTCGAGGTTTTTATGTCGAAAGCGCTCCTTCAAGCCACAGACCGTACTTTTTTCCACATCATGGTCTCCAATATAGACAACCACACATGTATATATAACTCGAGTTTTGTACCAAAAGTAGAATCAGAGTAGACACCCAGTATTCTCTTCTACCACCCACACCCCGAGATAAACCTTCTTCGTCACTCACTCTCCGTCTGTCACACATTCACTCTCTATATACATTGCGTGTACACACACTTAATTAATACAAGTTGTACGTGATATCATTTATGGCACAAAACTCGAGTCGTAGTACTCTCCTCTTTATTCAATCCAACAATGCGCATATTGCACCACCCAACCAACACTTGCACCGTTTTTGGAGTACCACTCGAGGATGTTAATAGCCAAGACTGATAAGTGATTTCGTGTGGCTACCACTCTGCATTTGGGTCTGACGCCGCACATGCAGCGCCGCGGGTGGTTCCAGTAGGGTGACTGTGGGCAATCCATGCTGCAAACAGGAAAAAACATCCCCAAGCGGGCGTTTGTTTGTAGGCCAGGACTCCTGCCACGATGACGCACGCGAGTGAGAGGACCATGCACCACACATCATACATGGTTGTCGTGTGTTTTTCTCAAACAGAGAGAGGACAATAGCAGCAAAGTGGTGGTTAGACACGAGCGCGTACGTACGCTTTTATATGCGTGTTGTATTTATCTCCAAATGATGCGTATATAAATAAAATAATTTTTACTGGCAATCGCAGTAATGTATTTTCGGGAGTATGTTACATTAAAGAGCGTTGTGCGGTCGATAGACGTAGTTGCAGTAGGCTTTTTCTTGTGCTATATAGAGTGGCGCGTGTGATATAGATTGCTGTCATGTTATCGACGAGGACGCGGATGGTAGTAGTGGATGACAGCATGGACGCGTGTCAGAGAAGTTGCTATCAGAAGCGAACAGCACGATTCTTGTACGATGTGTTCGTGGAGGAGCAGGGGTGGCAACAGTTTCCGCCGGATAATCCGTCGGGGCTGCGGGTCACGGTCGATGCATTTGGATCGCGTGAACTGGTGGATGATTTTACTGAGCGGGCGGTATGGATTGTGGAAGAAGATACAGGCGAAACGACAATGACAGCGACGAGCACACAGAATACAGGTATTGTGGGGTGTTTGCGATTGATTCATCCAGATTTGTTTGGAGGACGGGCAGAGTCGGAACGGTATATTGTAAACGAGGAGGAGCGATTGTTGTTTGATGGACTGAAGCCATACGTGGAAGCAAACCGCTTCGCGGTGGCAAAGGAGTATCGCACAGCGACGGTGACGTATCGTCTGATGCATATGTTCGGAAAATACGCGCGGGATCACTGGCCTGATCGTGCGATTCTGGGCATCAATTCGGGGGATGCGCTCAAGTACCTGATGACCAAGTCGGGTGCGACGCTGATAAAGGAAGACTACTTTGAGTACAACAAGAATTGTGGTGAGGAAGCGTGCAATGTGTTCCTATACAAGCCCGGTCCTGGGATCGACAAATTTCTACAGTCGACAGAGGGCTCGATGCGTCTGGTAAAATCTCGCACGTAGAGTGCGCTGGGGCTACAATATTATTTTGTATGTTCACTCATCACTCACTCCACACACACCACCACCACACTTACTCCACACACCCCTCCCTCTTCCTTCCTTATATCACTCGAGTTTTGTACCAACTTCACTATATAATATGCAGCGTCGCAGTAGCCTCATTGGGCATACGTGTGAGCGCATCTGTGTATATATATACATGGCAGAACCTAGGAAGCCTCCTTGCCGCTATGTGTATTGGAGCGATTTTTTTGTACATGACGTGGAACGTTCGCGTATGAAGGAACCTGGGTTCTCGGTGCCCGTGTTTCAATTTCCGGAGACGCGTGGCGTTGATTGGTTGGCACTCAAGTTGAGTCCCGAAACATGCCCTCGGCCGACCGATGCCGAGCTCATTCAGTGCATCCGCGACCACGTCGGCTCGGAAGCCGGGTTGGGCCAGATCGAAATCGATGACTTTATCGGCCACGAGTATGTCAAAATGGAATGGAAAGACCGCAAATACTTTTGGACGGCAATGGAGGCGTTTCTGAAACGCGGTATCTCCGTGGGGCCTCAGTGTCACATGCGAGCTTTTTGGTTAGCCCCAGAGGATCTCTCAGCGGCCGGCGCATCGTTAACCGTGCTCACTGCGGATAATGCCATGATTCACGCGATTCGTCGCTACATATCGAAACTTGAGACCACCAGGTCCCACGGGATTACTATGTGCCCGTTTGAGCATCATCTATATTTGTGGCATCAAAATTCATGGAGGACGCCGGAGGGAAGGCAATTTGTGAAATGGCTACGCGAGTACTATCACAAGAATGGGGAAGACGCTGAATCAAGTGACGAGGAAAAGGATCTTGTCCTTCTCGGGGAAGGAGAGGACGAAAAGGTGGTGCATATAGAATGAGATGGATGAACACTACAACTCGATTGCTTCATTCACCTCAGATTATGTATATTATTGACAGCGATATAGAGATTATGATGTTTGTAATTTTGCTTTCTTAATTCTCTGTTGACATTTATCGCGTGCACGCTGCTCGCGGTCCCGCTTCTCATCTTCCGCGTTGCGTCGCGCAATGATAGCCTGCCGCCGCTTAGAGATCTCCGCCATCTCCACGGTGTCATTGTACGCGTCGAGCATGGCCTTGAATTGTTTCCCGTGATACGTCCAGATGATTACACCTTCCAACTCCCTCGTCGCCGACACATCCGTGCTGCAGTCGATACCCCACGGAAACAAATACGGCGCGTCCGCCGTTGTCTTCAACGTGATCGTCGCTCCCGTGGGGGGATAATACCGGGGCTTGGCGTCCAAAATATACTTGCGTAATGCCTCATAACACTCATCGGACCACTGCTGATATATGTGCTTGTGCTGACGCCATTTGTCCGGCGCAAAAGCATCCGACGCAAGTAATTGCTCGGCCACGGTTCGCACATCCTCCAGTTGCCACGACCGTGGTACTTGTGGCCTTGATTGTACATCATCACACGCATCGTCCGCGGTGCCAACGACACATGACAGTGTTGATACGTACAGCACAGGTCGCGACTGAAATACTAGGCCCACAGGTGCCACGCCAATGTCGTAACCGTCGCGAAGAAACCCATCAAACAGACGGGCTTCGGTATCCAATCGTTTGACTGCATTCACGAGTCGCGTCAGCGTCCGACGTTCCGCCAATGTTTGCGCCACACAATAGATCACCGCTGCGCCCGCCTCACCCAGGCCCAAACAGATCGCCTTCACACAATCGTCACCACGGCGTTCCTCACACCATTCACCGGATGGCTCTTGACGAATGTATTGCTGCAGGTCTGCATCCTCCACCGCGGTCATTATCCACGACGACATGTTCTGTATATTCTTGGTTATATGTATGTATCACACACAATCTCCCTTGTAATCGTTGTAAACGTCTGCAGAACAGTCCCACTAGCCATTACTTAGTCTCGAGATATGTCACTCTCGAGACTTGACTGTCTATATATAGAACCACACTATTAGTCTATGTATCACGCCATAAATACAAATATACAATTCATGATAACTACTTTGTAACATGCATTTACACAAATCGTAAGTGGCACGAGTACCACTTTAGATCTCTTATCACACTCATACTTCCACTGCTATGTACCACTCGAGTTTCGTACGAACTTGTATATATACCCAACACGTACCGATCTCCTTTAGTACCACCTTCAATATGTGGACAACTTTGTACTCGCACCGTACACCTCCGACACATAATCACTCACTCCACACACATAATGTACACACTCGTCATCATGCTCAACTACGTACTTATTTTTATTTACATCAAACTCGAGTTGTACTAGTCTTCTGTCCTCGCTCCCTTATCGCACTTACTCCGTTCACAATTGATTGTTTGACGCGTCGTAGAAACACAACTCGAGTGTTGTTCAACACTTTAAACTCTCTCCAAGCCAGTCTCGTGTATTTTTCATATATATCTTCCGTGTTGTACACGTCGTGTGTGTGGTCCAGCCAGGGCAATCCGCACAGGAAATGAATGTTTTAGTATGTGATGTGCGAAAGTCTATACTGCAACAGTATGCGCGATCGTATGCTCCCTGGTGGGGCATCGCGTGCAAACAATGGCAACTCGAAAGATCAATCCTTTCCGAGCCAGGTCACGCGCACAACCGTCGATGCGAGGTGTTGGCGCGGGAAGGGCGACTCGGAATGTTGCAGCGCATATTGGAGGAAACGGGTGATAGACTGTATAACAAGACCTGGGGGTGCGATGATAATAAGAAGCGAAGACTGTTGGAGGAGGCCGCAAAAGAAGGTCATGTGGAACTGTTGCGGTGGCTAGATGGGCAATGGCGCATGACACCAGACATGTGGCAAATAGTGATGATGGTAGCGGCACGCAACAACCACGAGCAAGTGGTGCGACTGTGTCATAAAGTATGCGGTTCCGCACGAATGGAATTTGCGCTAGCAGGAGCCGCGCGCTGTGGATATGAACGACTGGTGCAATTGTGCTATAATGAGTGGATTGCCGCACATCATATTGGTTGGACGTTGCAACATGACGTTGGTTGGGCCATGCGAGAAGCCGCACGCGGCGGTCATGTATCGCTCGTGCTCCTCTGTCATGCATGGGGCACGGCGAATTTGGAAAATGTACTGGCGGGCGCATTGGACATAAGTATTGCGAACACGCACATTACAACGAATTGTGTGATGGCATATGTGAGCGATGTTCGTGACGCGCTGTGTTGCGCCGCCCGAGGCGGTTATGTGTCGATTATCAAATTATGTCATCAGTGGCAGGCTGCGAATATCGCTCGGGTAATGGCATATGCAGCCCGGATCGGTGATACAAAGATTGTGAGAATGTGCAAAGAGCGCATTGTTGGCACCGCCAACGATGCAATGAAACAGGCGGCCAGAGGCGGTCACGAACACATTGTGCGGTTGTGCCACGACCATTACGACGGAACCGACGTCGACGAGGCGATGGCGCAAGCGGCATGGTACGGCCATGAGCATATTGTGCGCATCTGTCACGACGAATGGAAAGCGACAAATGTGAACCGTGCGATGGCTATGGCAGCGTGGGGAGGTCATGAGAAGATTGTGCGCCTATGTCATGACGAATACAACGCAAACGATGTTGCCGATGCTATGCATTGGGCGGCACGTGATGGTCACGATCACGTTGTACGGTTGTGTTACGCGTGGGGTGCAACAAACGTGCGCCAAGCGCTAGAGGAGGCGGTTAAAAAAGAACATTTTGCCCCGCTCACGTTAGGATTTGGCACGAGCGGTTTACAAGGCTGCGATAACCGCGGATGTGCAATCATTCAAGGACGGAACCGTGTCGTTGCATTATGTAAACAATGGCTCTCGCAACCGTAAACTTCCAATATGCGATGATGCGTTCTCTCTAATTTGTGAATTCACATATAAAAAGGAATGAACCAAAAATTTCATTTCATTCTATTTATTTACATGCGACGGGTGTAAATGCCTGAATAATAGCACCATTGCCCATGTGATGCTTGTGTTTGTCCTTCATTCGTTCGATCCACTCGGCGACGCGAGACTCTGGACATCCAGAAACGAGCAAAGCGCAAAACTTTTCTGTGAACAGGTAAACATCATACAATATCATCTGTTGTCCTCCAAAAACCACGTGGATGAAGTCACAATCACGCACTCCCCTCTTTATGATTTAGCTTTTGCAACTCCAACCTCTTGTGCTGTTCAATAATTAATTGTGTATATATTATATCATCTCGAGAGGTGTATTCTCTCACATATCATCTCGAGAGGCACGACCCGGTGTGGACTGCAGTCCATATAGCGTCATGTTGTATACTCACTCCATCCGTAATGGATGCACTTGTCGCAGACATTGAGCAACAAATCTTACAGCAATATGTTGATCCCTCTTACGTGCCACTTGTTAGCCTCGCCTGTCGCCGTTGGTATGACGCGCTGACAATGATGAATGGCGGCCCACACATCACGTATGATTGTGGCTGTGCTGCTACTGGTCCGCCTGTGAAAAAGATGATTCCGCCCGGGAGTATTGTTATTTCGCTGGCGGATATTGCGCGCGACGGCAATGCTCCTTTGTTAAATTGGATTCGACTATCACGGTGCAAGCGGTGGCAGTTTCCGTGCACGTACGATCACTGCATGAGCGCTGCGGCCCGCTGTGGTCATGCACACATTGTGCGATTGTGTCTCGACGGTGGCTGGTTTGCTGACACGGACGTGTACAACGTCCATGTCGCAGTGCAGGCTGCGCGTGGAGGGCATGTCGACATTTTGTATTTGCTTCACAGCAAATGGTCTCCCGTGAACTCTCCACACAGCCTTATCATGGGCGCGGCCGCGCGTGGTGGCCATTTGCACCTATTGGATTTGTATGACCAACTATTGAGCGATCAAAACACTGGGTCTTTCGCGCACATTGTCGGCCAGGCCGCCCGGGGAGGTCACGAACAACTCGTCCAGTGGTTAATTTTTCGGCGGTTTGGTCAAGTGGGTCCACTGCCCACCGCTCAAGTTGTTGCGGATATCGTCATGATAAGAGCGGCATCGGGTGGGCATGCATCCATTGTGCGATTCGCGCACGACATACTGGGTGCCACGAATGTTGGTCTCGCAATACGCGGTGCTGCGCAAAGGGGATACGAGCACATTGTGCGATTGTGTCATGACGAGTACAGTGTCACAAACACAGACATTGATGCGGTTATGGTTGAAGCCGCCGGAAATGGGCATACGGATATTGTGCGACTGTGTCACGATGTATGGGGCGCAACGAACGTGCGTGATGCGATGCGTGCGGCCGCGGCAAGGGGACACAATGACATTGTCCGCCTCTGTCATGATGACTGGGGCGCAACGCTAACGGATGTGTTGATTGCCATGAAAGCCGTTGTTGGTGCTATGACAGAGCAGTTGCCATGGAGTCGATCTCCCTGGCACCACGGTCATATCGATGTGATACGTCAGTGTTCGTTTTGGGTGGACAATGCATTTCCGCGATGAAGCATGCGCGGCAGTTCTGGGATTGGTTGTTGAAATGTGTACATTTTTAGTCTGATGTTTCAGATGCGCGTATCTGTGGTGTAAATGGAAGCACACCGGCTACTAATTCGGTGGTCTGGGTTCGATTCCTGGCGGATACATTCCACTATTTTTTATGTATAAATACATCATGTGATTCACAATTTACAAGAGGTTGGCGAGAGGTGTGTGGTCCGGTAGAGGAAACAGATTCTCGGCAATATCAAACTGCGTGGCTCCGCGAAACATGTGTGTAAAATCTGGGCGGTGAAAGATTCCAATAGAGCACGGCTTCACCGAAAAGGTCCATCCGACCAGGGATTGATTGAAACGTATTGCGCCGTTGAACATGGTGTTGAACGATTCTACGTTGTGCACGTTCCACCGGTCCAGCGGTTGGTTGAAATTTGTTGCACCGTAAAACATGCCATACATGGTGGTGACTTTTGACACATCCCAATCGTTCAGAGGTTGGTTGAATTGCCCAGCACGAGCAAACATGCTAACCATTCTTATCGTGTTCGACACGTTCCACCGTGCTAAGGGCTGATTAAATGCGGCGGCACCGCGGAACATACTCTCCGTGGTCTGCACATGGGTCATGTCCCACTTCTCCAATGGCTGATTGAATGCGACAGCATCACAAAACATATATTCCATACTGTGAACCGTTGACACATTCCAGTCTTCCACAGGGTGATTGAATCGAGCGGCTCCACGAAACATAAAGGCCACCGTGGTGACGTTTTCTGTATTCCATTTATCCAAAGGTTGGTCAAACGACGCAGCGCCGTCCAACAGCCGGTACATGTTCACAACATTCGACACATTCCACGCATTCAAGGGTTGGTTGAAGGCCTGGCATTCACAAAACATTTCCATCATAGATACAGCCGCCCCTACATTCCAGCCCTCAAGAGGCTGATTAAAGGCTGTTGCGCCTTCAAACATGGATCTCATCATCGTCACACCCGACACATCCCACTCCGACAACGGGTGATTGAACACGGTGGCGTTGTGGAACATGAAAGACGTATTTTGGACTGTGCGCAGATTGAGGTGATTCAATGGCAAATCAAAATTTGTTTGATTTTCAAAAAGAGCTTGTAGCGATTGAATACCGAGGTCACCCAGAGAGTGAATCGCCACGAGATACTGTGTCCACTGGCAGGATCGTATGCGTTGGCCTAGCCACGTCAACCAACACCCATGTTTCTTCCGTCCTTGAGCGTACACAGATACCGTGTACTTACCTATACGTTCGAACGTGTGGTGAACGTAACAATCCGTAGATACCACCTGCGCACCACGGCACCCACACGCCGAACTCTTCTGTCGCGGCGTGCCGTCTCCCCAGTCAATACTAATTTTATGCTTCACATGGATCGAAATGGGAAGTTCTAGCCGGTACGATGCCGTCGGGATGCAAAACTCGAACACGAGTGGTCGGAGCGGTAGGCTCTTGAAAGACCACGCAAACAGAGTCCGCGAACATAATAGTAAGCGCCAGCGCGCGTTCCGACATTCTATCATTTCCCAGGCGGTACGTAAGACATCTTCAGGCAGGATGCCGACGTATGCCATCTATCTTTCTTTTCCGCGAGAATGGAAAAGTGCAAGATATATGTTCCTTTGTAGGTGTGAGAAACCACGTCTATGTGAAATGACTATGACTGCCACTCTAGCCCACATGTACACTTATGTCATCTCGAGATTACGTCTGTGGGGGTGACTTGTAAACAGGCGGCGATGTGTTTTTTTCTACCTACCGCCCGCCAGTACTTTAGCGATTCATCATTCATTGTTTTGTCCTGTTAGTGCCACACGGTTATTTATGAACAAGTATACACTAGAGACAGTGGTTCGACTTGTGCCTAGTTTTACGAGCATCGGCTTGGCTGCCGCGATTGCGACGAACGGTCTAACTGGCTGGGGTTGGTTTCTTGCCACCGCTGCAATTACCTGGCCTCTAGGGGAATACAAATATACTCGCATCCGTTCGCTTGGCATATGTCGCGATGATCGCCTGAATGCAGTCGACACTAGAACGTTGCACGTCATTAGCGCTGCTATCGCGGCCACGATGCTTATCTCCGCTGCTGGCTACCTGTGTCTCAACAACTTGCCCGGATCTGGCTGGTTTCTCATTGCCGGTGCCATGTGTTCATAAATTATTTTGTAAGTCAGACGGTGTGTGTATATGTACTTTATGAAGCTCTTCATGCTTTTACACAGATACCGTCTACCTGCTGGCTAGACTGTTTCTGCACATTGTGTACCATCTCGAGATTTCCGTCCCAAAATTCCACTCGCACCCGTCACGTTCTGCAACACTCGTCAATTATACGGCATTGTATTTTCCGCCATGCCGTATCTCGTTCTCGTAGAAGCAAGCAGCAATGAAGACTGGAAAAAGAATGAAACTGTGTTGCAACAACGGACCAGTATTCACGTTTACCCATCGTTGGGAAAAATGAGACGGGTGGCGGTGGAAACGTACGAACGTCCACATATACATAACACTCACGCTTCAGAAAGGAATCGGTATGCACAACGCTCTTACTTACCCCTCTCACTTACTGACGTGTGTGCAGTGTGGACGATGAACTGTTTCTACAAGGATTGGAATGGGTCACATCGACCCCGCAACGTTGTACAGGTGACCAGCGTCGCCGAACAACACGCGAAACCAACGACAAATAGTAAGCGAATGTCGGCAGCCATAACAGGTGTGGTTTGTGTGTAGAAGCATATTGCATGTGTGTCAAATAAACACGTATAAAAAACTCGAGTATATACGTATGCGAATAATAAGATGCGCGGGCGTTGGTGTTACGACGGACATATCATTTACACAGTCCTGTCTCACACACAGAGCTCCCGAAAAATACTAGGACGTGTGTGTGCAAGCAAGAGAGAGGAACACATGAGTGCCGAGGAGAACGATCAACAGGTGTCGCTAGGAATTGCAACGCATTGGCTGCCCGGTTTGCGGTTAGATCCGGATAATACGTTGGTGCTGGTGATGGACGAGGATGACTTTCACGTGCCTCACCGTGCAGTAGAATTTTTGGAGGCTTGTGTCAACGCCATGCAAACGCACCACATCACTGCAGAGGACGCGCGTCTCATACGGGAAGAAATTATTCCTCTACTTGGCACGTCAAACCGTTACAATCATGCAAGAAATATTCTGTTTACATCGAATCAAGTGGACCTGTTTGCACTCACGATTCGTAAACATGCCGACTCGCCGACCGAACCTACGCACACTGCGTCTGCCATCGTCGACATAAACAACTACCGGCGTTGTCGTATCATTTTGAACAATGAGCGGGATCGTCGTCGGTCACGCCTTCGATTCGGATTTGGAACTGTGGCGATTGTGTGTGTCGTTCTCATTCTCGTCACGTGGGCTCAAAAAATGAATTCCAACTAATAAAAGTACAACAACATACATCTCCTCTTGTATCATGACACTGGACTTAAATCGATCAACCAAGGCATCTGCGCATAACGTAGAAACCTCGAGGCAACACAAAGCTCGAGTTGCGCAGCACACTTCATTATTTCCACTGTAATAAGCCATGCATAGCAGCCATACACGCACATAAATTGAGCACGTTAATCGACAGAGACATAAAACAACATGCAGACGCTGTTATGCGATGTTCGGAAGCATATACTGCAACACTACGCCCGATCGTATGCTCCCTGGTGGGGTATCGCGTGCAAGCAGTGGCAATCAGAAAAAACATCCATGCACGAGCCCCGTCATGCGCATGGCAGTCGGTGTGAGGTGCTGGCCCTAGAAGGCCGAATCGACAAATTGCAGGAGATATTGGAACAGACGGGCAACCGCATCTACGACAGGACGTACCGATTACATGATGAGAGGAAAGAAAGAGTCATGGTGGAGGCAGGAAGAGGTGGTCACGCGGAACTGTTGCGATGGCTGAATACCCACTGGCGCGTGACACCTGGTATGTGGGTGCGAGTGGTCGTCGTGGCGGCGCGAAGCGGACACGATCACATTGTACGACTCTGTGCTGAATTGCGTCCCTCCGTCAATATGAGTTATGCAATGGCCGGTGCGGCCCGTGGTGGACATGAACCCTTGGTACGGTTGTGCCGTGATTGGGGTGCAAACCACTACGATTGGGCAATGCATGAAGCCGCGCGCTGCGGCCACGCATCAATCGTGCGGTTGTGTTGCACGTGGAGCGAAGAAGTTGTGACCGATACGATTGCGGAAGCGCTACGAACGGGTGCAGATGATAGCGAGAAATCCGCGCGAGCGTGTCTGACGATGAATATCAGGTGCCTTTCTCGTACAATGTGTCGCGCTGCGAGAGGAGGACACCTGTCGATTGTTGAACAATGTCGTGGATGGGCTACGGCCAGTCTAAGCAGGGCAAGGGCGTTTGCAGCCCGTACGGGTGATAGGCTCGTTGTGAAAATGTGCGAGGAGTGGCTTCTTCGAGGCGCCAATGACACAATGCGGTTCGCGGCCAAGGGAGGTCACGAGCAGATTGTACGCATGTGTTACGATGAATACAAGGCGACTGCCACAACCGACACCATGGCAATGGCGGCCAAAAAAGGTCACGTGTACATTGTCCTATTATGTCATGATGTGTGGAAGACAACAAGTGTGAGTCGTGCGATGACCATGGCCGCAAGAGGGGGTCACGCGCATATTGTGCGATTATGTCATGATGAGTACGGTGCAAGCGATGTGGACGAGGCGATGCGTGCTGCTGCCGATGAAGGACATCACGACATTGTCCAGTTGTGTTATGGGTGGGGTGCGAGGAATCTGCGCGAAGTGCTGGCAGTGGCGGCATCCGAGGATCACTCTGTGCGGCTAGAACTGCCCACATATCCGCCCGCGATGGGAAGTTGCGACAACCAAGGGTGTGCCATCTCGACAGGACGGAAAGAAGTTGTCAAGTTGTGCAAACAATGGCTCGCGCAAACATAGGGCAATTATATATTATTGTACACATAAAACACATGTTCAGCACATTTGGAGTCCTACACACCTACTACGTGCGTTCATCCACCCGCGACACATTTTTACAATATCTTCATGACCAAAGCCCGCTGCGAATTCCATTGCCGCATCCACGCTGGTTGCGCCCCACGACTCTATACATACCCGCACAATCTCTATATGACCTCCACACGCCGCCCACTCCAGCGCCAAGTTGACATTGGTTGCGCCCCATTCATCATAACATAGTCGTACAAGCCACATATGACCCCCAGCCGCCGCATGTGACATTGCCACATTTACGTCGCCTTCATTCCACACCTTAAGAAACAACCGCACAATGTGTTCATGTCCCTTTTCCGCCGCGACACGAATCGCGCCGTCCACGTCGGTTGCACCGTACTCGTCATGGCATAGCCGCACAATGCGCTCGTGGCCGCTTTTGGCGGCTGCACACATTGACCAATTCTCATCGCGCACATTCCACTGCTCATAACAGAGCCGCACAATCTGTTCGTGCCCTCCATCGGCAGCAGATGCCATGGCTGTACGCGGATTGATCACACCCCACTTCTCATGGCACAGGCGTACGATTTCCTCATTCCCCGCCTTTGCCGCATACCGTATTAGTCTTTCGACGTCCGTTGCACCCCACTCATCGTGACACATCTGTACAAGCCGCATGTAACCACCACGTGCTGCCGCACGCATCAACTCGTCCTTTTCGCATTCTGACCAATCATTGTCATGTAGTAATAATTTGTGTCGCAGCCACTGCAATAGTTCTATACGTCCTTCCCGCGCGATTTGTTTTAAGGAAGAAAACGAGTCGTCGTATTGGGAGGGTTGTACATAGTGCCGTTTTGGCCATGCAAGCGAGCACAAGGGTTGATACGCGGTGGCGTATCTTGTCAGTATCACGCGCACGACATCCTCCACAAGAATGTCCATCGCGTTACACAGACATCATGTCATACAACCATGGGAGGGTTTTGTGCTTGTTTGTTGGACATCTATATACGCAGCGTGGACTCTTCCTCGAGCAAACAATCTCGAGAAAGTCTACGCAAATGTATGCTTACCTGCGAGTGACTCATACCACCAACGACAACCACACTGTTCTCTTCCAGAGAATATGGACAGCGTCCTCACAACTGATGTACAAGGGCTGATTGTGGGAACGTACGCGTCCTCCTATGAGCCGCTGGTTGCCCTTTCATGTAAACGATGGCGCGCACATGTACATGAACATCAGATTCGCCGCGCTGCAACCGCTGCAGCAATACCACCGCGACCGACCTTGCCGGCTGGTATTGAGGATTACCCAGTACTACGGGAACTGTGCTGTAGAAAGCCACATTCTCGATCCGTGCGAGCCTTTCTCAAGCAACGCCAAAAGGTGACACCTCTGAAAATCATTCTGGTCGAACTGGCAGAACGCGGGGATGTCGACTTGTTCAAGTGGATTCTGGATATGCGTGGTATATTGCGCATGGACATTAGGATCTCTTCGCTGAAGATGGAGGTGCAAACGTTGGTCATAACGCGCGCAGCATACTGCGGGCAAATGGATTTCTTAAAAACGTGTTACACCTTATGGGGCGTTTGGGGTCGGGAGTTTGACGTAATTAAGTTTGCTGCGCGTGGAGGACACACATCCATTGTGCAGTTATGCCATGATCAGTTACGTGACCGTGGAGTGGTGGTGGACAGGGCAATGGACGATGCAATGGTGGCAGCAGCCCGCGGAGGCCATGAGCACATTGTGCGACTGTGTCACACCTCCTCGGGTGTAGCCTTGGGTTTGTGTGATGTTGACCTTGCTCTTGCACAAGCCGCGCGCGGAGGTCATGAAGATCTCATGTGTCTCTTGCACAACGAGTTGGGCGCGACAAACGTCGATTGGGCGCTGATTCGTGCTGCGCGTGGCGGTCACGAGCGACTGGTGCGCATGATCCATGACGAATGGAAAGCAACAGATGTGGACAAGGCGATGATTGCGGCCGCGCGGGGCGGGCACGAACACATTGTGCGACTCTGTCGTGATGTGTGGGGTGCAACGGATGTCGATGCCGTGTTCACGGCGGCCATTGACGAATGTCAGCCGCATATCGCGTGGCTGTGTTGGAACGAGTGGGCTCTTCGGGAAGATGCCATTGCGCGCGTGAGAAACCGTTACAAGGATGACGATGATGGTGGCCCCGGCCCCTCTGCCCAGGACATGCTCGACTTTCTTTGTGAGTGGTGATTGTGTATAAACCACGCGTCAGCAGGCAGAACCAGTACCGTTGCTCGTCAACACATTCTGTACCTCGGCCAGTATGTATCAATCTCGAGATCTTTTGCATATAACGCGCCGTCCTAAAGTACATCTATGTACGCATTTGGTCACCTGCTACGCAGACATACCTCATGTGGAGTACTTGTTTGCAATGTTTGACACTGTTCTCACCACCGATATAAAAGTATTGATTCTGACAACGTACGCAGCGTCGTACACACCACTCCTTGAACTTGCTTGTCAACGGTGGCGCACCTACGTACACGAACATCGACTCCGCCACATTGTCGCAACTCCGCAATCCAACAACTCGGCCGTAGTCATTGACGATCCTGTGCTACGCGAACTATGTTCGAGGCCTCCATTCCAGGACCTTCCAACATTGCAGGACATTATTATGTTTATGTTAGGCGAAAAACATCGTGAGCGGCCGACGCCCATACAGAGTATTCTCGTTGAACTGGCAGAGCGCGGTCATGTAGACTTGTTCAGTTGGATTCTGCGCAGTCGTACGCGACCAATGTCCAATAATGACAGAGTGGACGCTCCTACTACCTTGCCCAACCATATGCAAGTCGCGGTCATGCTCCGTGCAGCGTGTTGTGGACAGACTGATTTTCTGGAGTTTTGCCACACACTGTGGGACCCACAACAACAAATATCGCAGGACGAGTTGGATGCATGGAGCATCCGATCGATTGAGGCTGTGATGATCGCTGCGGCGCGCGGAGGACACGAAGCGTTGATGCGACTGTGCTATAATCGATGGGATAAGAAGTACTCCCTTGTACCCGATGTGGCAATGGCACTGGCCGCGCGCAAGGGCCATGCCCACCTTGTGCGCATCTGTCACGACGAGTTGCGCGCGACAAACGTCGACTGGGCACTCATTCGCGCGGCCCGTGGTGGTCACGAGGGTCTGTTGCGCATGATCCATGATGAATGGAAAGCAACGAACGTCGACAAGGCGATGGTCGCAGCCGCGCAGGGCGGTCACGAACACATCGTACGCCTATGCCACGATACATGGGGCGCCACCGACGTTGATGGCGTGTTTGTGGCAGCGCTCCAGTATGGGCATACCCATGTTGCACGGGTGTGTTGGAACGAATGGGGTGCTCGCGGCGACGCCATTGAAAGAATCAGGCAACGCATTCTCGCGGGACACAGCGATTTTGATGAAGTTGACATAATTCTGGCGTCGTGGTCGCTTTAGGAGTTCAAAGTTATCAGCATTCTTTATACATGTATTTTTACAATTGCGCATGTCACCAGAGACGACTACGATATCCGATCGATGACAATGTTCGCGGGCGTTAGCCAAAGCTCGCGATCATTTGTGTAAAAAATATTTCCCTCCATGTAACCATCTGCGGCACCCTCACCATAGTTCCACTCCACACTGTCAACGACATCCTTTGGAGAGGCAGCATGGTCAAATTGTTCCAGTGTCCCTGTCATTAAGACATGTGCAGTGTGTTGCGCATTGTTCACTGTAATGGTCCATGGGATGTTATCGCTCCCGAACGGAAGGCTGCGATCCACAATCTGAAGCGCGCGCTTGTCGCTTGGGCGAAACTGAAACGTATCGTATATGTCGGCGTCTTGATCAACAAGCGTTCCCTGGAGGTCAAATTGAAGATTGTATCGCGCGGGAGATGCCATACGTCGTCCTCTTTTGTTTCTATTTTTCGTTGTCGTCTTCTTTCTTTCGCTGTGGCTGCTTCTCACCTATATGGCGCAACACATGCATATGAAAAGAACCAGTTCCCGTTTCATCTCATCAACAGTACGCATATGTATATACATATATACAATTTGTTACGCTCTCTGGGCGGATGCATTCACTTACTTGTTTACCATAACCCAGACAAAGATACCGGATTGCTTTTTTCCCACTCTTCGCACATTTTCACAATGTGTGTGTGTCCACGACGCGTCGCCGCACTTTTCGCCGAACGCAGATCCGTCGCGCCCCACTGCTCGTAGCACAGACGCACGATTCCCTCGTGTCCGCCGTCCGCACCCGATTCCATCGCATCATCTATTTCTGTTGCGCCGTACTCGTTGTGGCACAATTTGACCACATTCTCGTGACCTGTCGATGCGGCCCAATTCATCGCCCTGTTTGCATCTGTCGCTTTCCACGCGTCATGACATAGCCGAACAATATGTTCATGGCCTCCTTTTGCCGCCCACGCCATCGCGGTGTTTACATCCGCCACACCCCACTCCTCATGGCACAATCGTACGAGGCGTTCATAGCCCTTTTGCGCTGCCATCCACATTGCTCTATTGGTAGCATTTCCATGCCACTCATCACGACATACTCGCATTAGTCGTTCATGACCACTTGCCGCTGCTTGTATCATGGCCGTATCGACGTCCGTCACACCCCAGTCATCGTGGCACACACGCATCAACTGTTCGTGACCTCCCTCCACCGCCCCCACCATCACCCTATTCAAATCACCCTCACACAACATGTGTTTGTACGACCTTACAATGGTTTCATGTCCCGCTTCCGCTGCAAATTTCATCGCCGCGCCGATTTCAGTCGCACCCCACTCCTCAATGCACAGACGTATTATATGAGTGTGCCCCATTTTGGCCGCTGCGATCAGACACATATTTACGTTGGTCGCTCCCCATTCATCGTGGCATATTCGCATCAGTCGTTCGTGCCCTCGCAACGCCGCTGTTGCCATGACCATACCCACTGCTGCCGCGCCCCACGCATCATAACATACCCGCATTAGGCGTTCGTGGCCTCCTTTCGCGGCCATCATCATCAACGCATTCGTAACGAAAGGAGGCCACGGTCGGCTGCTCTTTTGGCGAATCCACTGCAGCAATTCCAACCGACCTTTTTTGGCCAATCGTAAGAATTCAGCGACACAATCCTTCATGCCTGTGGCATTCTCTATATCCGCGGGTAAACCATCCTTTTTGATCAATGTCACGAGTGAAACATCCTTTTTGACCAATGTCACGAATTCACGGACACGATTCTTCAGATTCATGGACTGAGATCGCATATGGCCTCTCCACGCTTTGCACACCAACGCCCACAGAATTTCTTCTCTTTCCGCATACTGTAACAATACCGTCTTTTGCACGTCCGGCACCAAGACATCCATTCTCGCCGCCAATATTAGAGCACGCACACAGACACGTACCAAAAAACCGAGATTCGTTATTGTTGAAACCACCGTTTCATACATATGCAATCGCATATATATATATACTTGTAGGAGTAAAATAAGAAGTAGCGTGAGAGACATACCCCAATAACATACACACACACGTATGGACCGCGCGTGTGATTTACTGGAGGGTGACGCTGGGATTGGGGCGTATGTCGCATACGCAAACACACGGGAGTGCGAATACCCAGAAGAGTACACATACCATCACGCATTTTGTTCCATCAAGGCCGCGAAATTGAGAGAAGACGTGACGGTAATGTATGCATGGTTGCACAAGGTGGATGATGACGTGGACACGTTTGATTACATGGCACTCATGAAGCAATGTGGATGCGCTCTTCAAAAGGACGGTGAGGCCGTTTTGAGAGCGGCGGTCGTGCACCATTTTGCTACGCTATGGGAACGGATACCAATGCCTATCCAGGCGCTCATGAAAGAGTATGGTGTGGCGCCGAGTGTAGTTGAGGATTATTTACACATACAGACAGAGATAGCGACACGGACAATGGCGGTGGTGTGGAAACGAGAGAAGGCGTCGGCAGCATCAGCACCGGCGAGTGAATCGTCGGCGGCGGCGGATAACAATGATTCTTGGTTTGACACAATGGAAGAACTGAACACGTTTGACGCTCAATTGTTTGGCAGCGTGTGTGATATGTGCGGGCCCATCTTATTTCCCCGTCGGAAATCGACCACAGGCAGTGCCGACAAGAATGATGATTGCTACTACTATCATCATCCATCCAACACGATTCGTCGAGGGTTTGTGTTGTTTATGAATGCAATGCAAATTGCAAATATTGTTATCGATCAACGTACGGATAGGGAACGTGGCCAATTGTGGATTCCGAGGCCATTCGTTGCGCGTGCACAGGATCTATTCGCCGCATGTGGTGACGTGTTTATGCACCAAGCAACAGATCTTTTATACCAAGGCGGCGCGTCATCAACACATCCAGCAATGCCATTTTTGCGATCGCTGCAGCGAATCTATGAACACTTTCGAGCGACTCATACCAATACAACAACATCATCATAACCGTATCTACGTGTATGTATATATAGATAGATATATATATATATATATATTCCCATATAATAGCGTAAACAGGATCCAGACCCATTACAAATCACATATAGACTGCTTCCGCAGGGTCTTTTTATTGACTCAATGACAATGCTGCGGCATGGCGCAGTTTGAGTTTACGCCAGAGATGTGACAAAACGTACGTGCCGTAATATTGTGCTGGAACGAGCAAAATAAACGATCCAAATGTGATGACGTATCTCCATGCACTCAAATTGGCATACTCCCCCGACTGAATACCTGTCGCCAGAATGGCAATGTTCACCCCTTGCAAGACTGTTTTGGTGAGACATTCTTGGACGGTCACCGCTTGCACGAGGCGATAGGTGCGAATGTGCGCTGGATACATTCGATATGCCACCACAGCGGCGTATTGAGGAAACGACAAGCACGTGAAAAATGCGATCGCGCACAAAAAGTTGTTGTACGTTCGCGACCAAACCTGCGATACCCCGAGAACTAATCCAATATTCACCATCGCCGTCACGTGATGCAGTACGAGTGCAATACTCAATTGCTGCCTGTACACCAACTCCACAACATACATGGCGAACAAGAGCAACGCGGTGATGCGCTCTCCTTGTACAGTAGATGTGTCCGGATACTGTCCCGACAAAATAAATCGCTTCACCATGAGGGCGCCAGTCACAAATAAAAACACCAGTTCGCTCAGACCTTGCGTTATCTGAAACACGGTCGCACGCTTCTTCTCAAACTCCAACGCGCCAAATGTATCAGGCAAAAGCCAGTGCAGCACGCGATTCAAAGCGTGGATCCCAACAATGTAGAATACGAAGCACGCAGCCAAAATAAAGATCATCCCGTCTAACCCGGTCCATCCAATATACGACGCGTACTCTTCTTGGAACGCGGTAGCATTCAAAGTTGCCAAGATCGTGCAATTGAACGGCATATACTTATTACTTTGGATAAGCACAAATTACTTTGGATAAGCACAACAAAAAATAGTACCAACGTAAGAGAGCACGCGCCCGTTGTTCTTTACTTGTATATATATAACCAACTCGAGTTGACCGCGATTACGACATACATATGTACACGACTGTGCTTTTTCTTGTATCATGTGTACATGTACACTCATCATCCACACACAAGACACACCATTGCACACCATCCATTCTGTCCATGGAGTGCACATCCCTGTTCAGTAAAATTACACAACTATTTTTTATCTATATTTATTTGCCAAAACTCGAGTTCTACTACTTCTCTTTTAGTGTGTCCTGTGTGGCACCAATAGACAGCGCGTGGGTGGCCATCCATCCTACAATTGTTTAATTTTATGGTGCTTCCTTTTTCTTCAGAGACGACGCGTGTTTGTCCGAGTTGAATGCTGCGCGCCACGTCCGATACAGTTTAATAATTTCCACATTGGCGCCGATGTGTGCACTCTTCTTAAGTTCGTGAAATGTGCAGTCATCACGTTCAGTCACATTCCACCAGTCGTAACATAGTCGCACAATATCTATGTGACCATTCTCCGCGGCGTATAACATGGCCCCGAATACATCCGTAGCACCCCACGTATCATGGCACAGGCGCACAATGTCAATGTGTCCACTTGCCGCCGCAGCCCCCATTGCTTTGTTTACATTTCGCTCACCCCACTCATCGTGACAGATACGCATAATGTGTACATGCCCGCCAGCGGCGGCAGATGCCATTGCCTGGTCGACATTCGTGGCCTTCCATTCATCGTGACAAATGCGCATGATCCGCTCGTGACCACCGTTCGCAGCATATACCATTGCTGCACGCACACCATGCGCGCCGCCATGTGTGTAGCACCAGCGAACAAGTTGCTCGTGACCACCAAGGGCTGCCATGGACATTGCACCTTGAGCACAACTGCAGTGTTCGGTGCGACACCAATGATTTTCACAGCAGAACCGCACAATGTGATCGTGACCCTTTTTGGCCGCGCATCTTGCGGTCCACTCAATGTGTGATGCAAGCCACTCAATATTACAAAGTCGGACGAGCGCTAGGTGGCCGCCTTTTGCTGCCGCCGCCATCGGTCCGTCGGCGTCACGTTCACCCCACTCATCGCGGCACACGCGTACCAGTTGCTCGCAACCACCTCGTGCTGCCGCACACATGATTCTATTTTTGGGCCACCTCGTTCGGTGCGGGCCGCGCATCTTTTTGATCCATCGAAGGAGCTCCACACACCCCGCCCGAGCCAAGAGGCCCAGCCACACCATCGCGTAGCGGTCTGTTTCTAGTTGTGCGCGTGCACAGTAGTCGGCAAAGGTCTGTGCCCAATGGCGAGACGCCATTGCCCACAGCGGTCCGTGCACGGGCGCATACTGCGTCAGTATCACGGTCTGTATATCGGCCACCAACACATCCATTTACCATCGTTGTGTGACTTGGTGCTGCCGGTGTGGTGCTGGAAAAAAATAGAAAAGAGTTGATCAGTCTCGAGGTCTTGCGACACTTTACTCCTGATCGTGAGTAACACAACATACTCGAGTTTTGTACGAGCAACTCGAGGTTCCACACCACATTAGAGACCCGATGGAATGCCTCAAACGAGCAGTCATACTTTCATTCTTCCAGCACCTACAACCTGTGTGTGGAGTGATATCCGTAATCTTTGTTTCTTTGATCGAACAATTTGGAACCGAATGTCCGTGTTAGTACCCTTTATTGTCTCTGACGTGACAACCCGTACCGATGTGAATGGCGTCAAGACGGAACTTGAGAAGAGTGTCACCTTGCTGATGAACGAACAGGCTGCGACCGGGGTTGCTGCTACTCCCGACTGGGCTACGTTGACACTTGCAACGCCGCACGAGATGAAGTACGACAGCACCAACGCCAACCTATCCATGTTGTTCAAGTTACGCAATTGGGATCGTGATATGTGGTTGAGCAGTGGGTTCGCTGTCACATTATCGTCTGCGCTATGGCAGTGCGTGCAACAGTCGGACGTTTGGGCGAATTTGCGTATGATTGTGAACACGGGGGCGTCTGCTACGGGGATTGGTCTCGCCACCACATACAAAGTAGCAAAGGTGATTGGGGCAAACAGCCCTATTTCTCCCCATCTGGACGGCGCTGGGGAAAGGTCCTGTACGCTTCTCTTTGAGCCCGTGTCGATTCCAGCGATTAACTTTCCCGTGGGCGACCGGGCGGCGGTTGATCTTCCCATTGTGGCGCAGCGTGTGTTATGGCCCACGACGCGTGCCGACGACACGGCAACGCGTTTGGCCATCTCGTACGATTTTGAATTGGTCCTCAAACTCAAGCCCGTTGATCTGGCCCAAGCGACGGTGTCAATGTTGTCTGCGCGTCGCTCCATTGATACCATGTGGCATGTCTCCTTTGAGTACACCGTGTATCATTGCAAAATCCCTCGCGAGGTTGACCGAATTGTGGTATGTGTGGGAGAGCATTTGCAACTGCGCATCGAGAAGGGCACCCTCACCATTGACGCCAAGAAGCCACAGGCTGCTACATTTGTGCGCATGGCAAAGTTTCCTGCACCAAGCGTCATCACGCACTCCGTGAATGAAGTGAGTTTGTAAACTTCTCTTTTGCAAGAATGTGTTACTATATACATATATTCGTACCTTGTGTTACAGTAGTAGTTTCAGTACGTGGAAAAAACAAGGAACCTGCACAATAGGTGAATATATATGAAGACGTGTGTACAGATGTTAAACCCCCGCTGAATGAGATTATGTCTTGCTCGTCGGCATGCGCAAATTGTCCGCAACCGGGCAACGACGACAATAAGAATGACATAAAGTCGTGTTGTGTTGGAGACGTGCTGCTGCGCCCGCCTCCATTGCTAGACGTTGCCTGTTTTGTGTTTGCCACTCTGGAACAGCAATATCGTGTCCGTTTACAAACTCTGTTTTCACTTCGGTGTTTTGTCACGGAGGTTGTCTTTCCGAGTCAAGTACAACCGTACGAAGTCTTGCGGCAGATTTACAACAAACGATTCATTGTGTACCCTGCGGCCATCGTTTTGGCACATACAGAATCCGATGTGGTACAGGCCATCCGCTTCGCGCGGGAGCACGGATTGCCCGTCTCTCCTCGAAGCGGTGCTCATTGCTACGAACCGTGGAATATGCAACAGTACGGTATCGTGGTCGATCAGCGTCCGCGACAACAGGGCCGTGTGTGCAGCAAACAAAACACGGCAACGCTCGAACCAGGCATGCTGCTTGGCCGAACGATCCTTTTGTTACAGGAAGGCACCACTATACCAGCAGGCACTGCAGCCCTGCTGCCCGGTAATAAGAAAAAGAAGAAGAGGCGGGATAAAGATCGAACAAGGCTGCCATCGCAAGCGTGCTCGTTTGGAACCTGTCCGGCAAATGGCGTCGCGGGACTATCGCTGGGAGGTGGCATCGGATTCCTGAATCGCAAGTTAGGTCTCACTCTAGACAACATTGAGTCGATGCGCGTGGCACTGTCCGACGGTCGCGTTGTCACGGCCTCTTCCGCAGAGCATGCGGACTTGTTCTTTGGAATGCGTGGCGCCGGTGGCAATAATTTTGGCATCATGACCGAACTGACGCTGCGCACCATCACGCAGCATTGGGTAACCATCTTCGCCATCGAGTGGCCCTTTGAGGGACACGCCGCCAGTGTCATCGCAGCATGGCAACAATGGGCGCCATTTGTCAGCAACAACGATCTGACGACGGAATGTAATGTCCACAACCGCTTTCAACCTGTCGTTGTCACTGGCCAGTTCACCACGCACCGCGGCGCAAAGGGACCCATGACCGCAGAGGCCTGCGCCCAAGAGCAGGCAGAACTGCTTCAATTACTGGAACCAATGTTGCGCCTGCCGGGACGCACGAATCTTATGATGCGGTGCGTCAGTGTGTCGGATGCGGCGCGCTTCTTTGGCATCGGTAACGTGCGCCCTCCGTTCTTCAAGAATGTTAGCGCATTCGTCTTTTCCCCGTTGTCACCGGCGGCCATACAAACGATTGTGGAGAACATGGCTCTTCTTGGAGAGGATGACGCGTTCCACAAGGTCGAAATGAACGCATTGCAGGGCGCCGTGTCAGAGGTCCCCAAACATGCGACGGCTTTTGCCGCACGCGACGCGCTGTTCTGGATGCAAATTACATCCCTGTGGTCGCTTCAAGAGCAGGCTCCGTTCCAGATAGAGCGCATTCAACGCTTCTACGATGCAATGAAACCGTTCTTACAACACGAAGGCCATCTGTGGGCATACGCCAATGCGGCGGATGCAGGTCTCGGTGTGGGCTCCGACCGACGCACCGCACTCGTTGCGTACTATGGTGATAATGTGGACGCATTGATACGGGTGAAGCAAACGTACGACCCGATCAATTTATTCCAGTTCCCGCAAAGCATTCCACTGATATAAGAAGAAGAATGTTGTACTTGACTGTAATATTTCATTGATTGTGAATACTCTTTTATACACACAGATGCACACGTACTGATGAAAATTAATTTTGACGATTGAAGAGGTTGATATGTACACTCGAGTGACGAGGTATTTACACCTCCTAGAACGCTTTCTACACAGTCATATCTGCTCTGTACATACACACATGTACAATTCCGTGATTTATCTTCCTAGCTAGTACGGTCACACCGCACAAGCCACGATTTGTTATTATGACGACAGACGAAAAGTTTCCTCTATCGCGCGCTCGCATCGACGTGGACAATCATCTGGGGTATCTCATGTCGTGCACGAGGCATTACGGGGCCGCCGCTGGTGCTACTATTGTTGACGATGACATTCTGAAGACACCATACAAGTTAAAGCCGATCCTTGGATTCGATGGAGTAGCCTATTGTGTCGACAACGCGCTACCACTTCCGTTGGCGACTGCGGCGCGTGACTTTGCGCTACAGATTCCGTTCGATCGCAACGAGTCGCCCTTGGATGATGCAACACACCCGCCTCATGACGGGGTACTCCGGACATTACAGTGGTTGGGGCAACATCGTGTTCCGCAGCGCGCACATGGCATTGCTGCTGTTACCGGTACACCTGGTTTATTCACGTCGTTCTATCACACGTCAGAGTCGCGCTTGAAATTGGCACACCAATGGCGTTGGGAATGCTACCACCGAAACAACATGTTTCGTGCACATCCGATTGATCTGGAGGGATGGCTTCAGTCGCCACTTTACACGGTCGTGGATGCTCTCGACCGTCGATGCAGACAACTGGCGTCGGAACTGCTGCATCCACTTGACAGTGAGAACAACACCACAGCAGCGGATCCCCTATCGTACGCGCCGACACAATGTGTTTTGCAAAGGATGGACCGAAATTATTCCATCGGGCCGCACACGGATGAAGTTGATATACGGTGCTTGGCGTTTACATACTATTTGACTCCCGATGACTGGCGCGCGCACAATGACGGTGGCTCTCTGACACTATGGCAGTCCTCGGGCGACGCCGTGCGTATCAATCCAACCTTTAATCGCCTCGTCGTCTGGCGTATGCCCCCATCATGTCCAGAGGCAATTTTACACAGTGTGGATCCTGTGACGTCGCCGTCGGATCGTGCACGTGTTGCATTCGTTGGATTTGTATGCAAACACGAGAAGAATGTATAGATGTCCAACTCGAGTTGGTAGTGTCTTCTTTCTATTTGTGTCTGTGTTTGTGTTTTCACTGTAAACATCATCTGTAAGATATGTAATCATATCTCACTCGGTGTGTGTCGAATCGGAGAAATGCTGGCTCGAATATTCTTGGAAGCGTCCATAGAATTTGACCGCGCCAGTCAGGAACTTACGAGCCGGCGAAATACTCTCTTCCAAAACCTGTTGGATTGGCTCGAACGGTACCATGCGGATGTGGCACCGCTCGCACCCGCAATGCGGCGGCAATTAAGACTCATGTTTCCAGAATGGCGTTGGAACAATCCAACCATGCGAGGTGGATTTTACAGTGACCAACCCGATGCACAGACTCTATACCACAGAGTTAGATTCTTAATCTCTATATGCGACCGCACAGACACGGACTCCTTACAGTTTCGACCATCTGACGCCGCTACCAACAGGTGGCGCGGCGGCGAGAACGCACTTGTGTTGTGCGAGGGAGGCCCCGGTGGCACCCGCGCAATCGCATCAATGTTTTCACAGCAAACGATCGATCTATTACAGACAAAATACCACAAAAGCGTGGCGCGCACATATGTACCCCGGTACGATCGGGACCTCATCAACGTTGTGCGACTTTTAGAAAACCGTGCGGGGCACGGCATATGGATATACAGCATTCCAATGCAATGCTCACCCACATGGTACATTATTCATCCTGAGGAGCACACACTGCGGTTAAGTAGCGCACGCGCAATCACATGCGCGATGATCCACCTTTGCGTCGAGTCCAACCACGCGCGTATGGATATGACAGAAATCTCATCCATCATTATCGAAGCTTTACTACGGCTGCAGACAAAGGATACCGATGATGACACGATTGTGTTCTCATAGTCCGGTAATAACGAACGACCGCGTGAAGAGGGATTCTTTCTTCTTTTCGAAACGTGGTCTTGTGTGATGTGGCCAATATACTGTGTATACCACTGTTGTACCAAATACATAGATATGAACCACTCGAGTTTGTTTTCCAATAAAATTAATTATGAAAACTAACTAACTACAAGTGCGTTCGTTATGCACTTGTTGTTGCAGTACCAAGTATCGTACGTGTGATCTTGTATGTGTGGATGATATGCAGAGCATTCTCGTTCATGACGTTCAAAAAATTATATTAGAGCAGTACGCACGATCGTACCGGCCTCTATGGATGTTGGCATGTCGCGGCTGGAAACGCCTTGCGACGATGGTTGATCCCGGTGGTGAGCACACCAACATATGGTCGCTCAAATGCATCGCTGCGGACGGCAATCTAGAATTATTACAATGGATCCGACAGGCGCGGGTGGCCCGAAAATGGTGCGCTGCCACGTTAGCCGATATAGCCTCCGCGGCCGGTCAAGGCGGGCACTTTTCTTTAGTGCACACGTGCATGGAGGAATGGGGCGCAAGGGGTAACGACGTGATGGTGGGTGCGGCCAGAGGAGGCCACCTTCATTTGGTCCGACTGTGCTTGAAGCACTGGACAACTGTGGGCTTCCAAGTCGAACAGAATGCGATGGTAGTAGCAGCAAAGGCTGGGCATTTGCATGTTATGAAACACTTGTATGATGTGTGGAATATACGAGGAGTGGAGTGGGCATTCATGGTGGGCGGCCTTGCCGCACACGACGCAAAGACTGCGGCCATGCGCGCAGCAGCCCGGGCCGGCCATACACACATCGTGCGCGTCTGTCATGTCGACTGGGGTGTCAAAAATGTGAACGGCGCCATGGAGAATGCAGCGCGAGGTGGACATGAAGAGATTGTGCGACTGTGTCATGACGCGTGGGGCGCAACAACCGTCAACTGGGCGCTTGCAATGGCTGCCCGCGGTGGGCATGAACACATCATGCGACTATGTCATGATGTATATGGTGCAGATGAGTTTGATGAAGCAATGGCACAGGCGGCACATAAGGGGAACGAACGTCTGGTACGGTTATGTCATGCGTGGGGCGCAAGAGACGTGAACATGGCCATGTTGTGGGCAGCCGCCGCGGGCCACACGCATATTGTTCGAATATGCCATGACGAATGGGGTCCAACCGACGTGCAAAGCGCAATGGAGGAGGCCGCGTGGGGTGGCCATGAAGAAATTATGAGACTGTGTCACGACCAATGGGGCGCGACTGATGTCGACAACGCCATGCGAGAAGCCGCACGCAAAGGCAATATACGGACCATGCGTATCTGTCACGACGAGTGGGGTGCGACGGCAGTGAACAAAGCAATGATCGCAGGTGCATGCTACGGGCAAATACACATCGTGCGTCTGTGTCATGATGAGTGGGGTGCAACTGCAATGACGGATATCAAGGCAGCCCAAGCAATTGCAACGAAAAACAACCACCGCGAAATCGTACGCATGTGTCAAGACTGGTTAGATGCCCACCACAAACGCGAGGAGGATGTACCACTACACACTGTAACAAATGCATAGATATGGACCACTCGAGTTTGTAGGTAAAATAATTTATTCACGACATAGTGTGCACTTCTTTTCGTGCTTAGTGTACCGTATAGATATGATGGTTGTATGTGCATGTACACATACATGGTGTATCACTTGCCAATTCTCCTACAATGAGGTCAGAAACATGTATACATATTTCCACGACACTCAATTTCTAGAAACTCGAGTTGTATATATATATCTTTTTTGTTCCACCACAGTATGCCTGAATTTCAATATTACATGTATGTTACAAGGATTGTGCCCAGCCTGAAATGTCAATGCGTGATGAAGTTGCCATCTGCACAATATATCCCAGGTTTTTGGCCATCATGAAGAGCCTTCCGAAATCCAGACCTTTTGATACACACTTTGTGCGGGAGATATGGCACGTCGTTTCGCCACTTTGAATTGCCTGTTGAATCATGCCTGTCAAATAGTTATCGTGTCGGCGCATGTTTTCAGCGCGCTCCATTTGGGAACGCTCCCATAGTTGGCGTGCATTGGCACATGTAAGCAAGTCTGTGTTGGTTGCTTCGTCGATTGTTGGTGGTGATGGTGCTGTTGCGCTGTCGGTGACGGAATCACTGAGGAGATCCTGCACTGCAAGCGCTCCTCGGCGATTGTTTGTCGTCTCCCATAGTTGCTTTGCCCAGTTACAACTCACGGACTGTGATGCTCCGGATGACACACCTACTGTTGCTGTCGTTGATGATAATAATGTCGCCATAATGACAATTTTGTCTTTTTTTCAATGCTGTTTGGAATCCACGTAGGACAACAACGCTGTATACCCGCGCGTCGAACACACTAACATTAACATCAAAAATCAATCTGTCTCATATCCATTTCATGTGTGAGACACACGCACAATTCAAATGCGGTGCAATTGTGCGCACGAGGAGAGACGGAGTAGCACATAAGCATGTTCCATATATTGATTGAATTTTACGAGAGCGAAAGGTGTGGCCTGTTTGTGCGATATGGAACAAGAAGAACAACAACCTCAGCCACAACTGCAAGATTGTACCGCCGCGAAAGCGCGCTGGGAAAACGTCAGTCAGTCTGACCGAGATTGCCAGGCCATCGTATCGGCCAAAATTGCCAAATGTATCAAGAAGGGCGAGGAATGCTTACTCTTGTCCCGTTTCGTGTTGTCGGCGCACATGAATGCGCAAAAGGTGTTGCGTGCGGCGGATGCACTGGGGTATAAAACTGTTCAATTGCACAACAACAAATACAGGAGAGCCATCCATGGTTGGGCAACACCACAACCAGCGTTAGCAGATCATATCGAGTTCGTATCGGATTGCGTCGAAAAAAGTATTGAAGAGGCGCAGCCAGAGTGTGTGATTCGAAAACACCAGTGTACAGTCAGAGGACTTGATCTGTCAACTCTGGCTGCCTGTGCTGAGAAAATGGGATACCGCGCTGACTGTGTGCGATCGTCCGGCGTCTTAAATATATCTGGCTGGGCACCCGTCACATAGGGTGTATATAAAAGTCACTGTATCTATTACAGACATTACGTATATTTTTGTACGTACCACGCACTCGAGTTTCGCGCAGTAGTCTGTACAAACATGTAGGTAATGTCCAAAGCAATCAATGTACTTTCACAAAATAGTGTAGCACACCTACAAGGGATGGACGCGGTGTTATGTAATGATGTGTTGATACTCATCTTGGGACAATATGGTGCGTCGCACGTACCCCTGTGGACTTTGGCACAGCGCCACTGGCATTCATTGTATGAACAGCAACAACTTGTTGTGTATACTCTAGCACTGGGTACAAATGGAATACGTCCTTACCCACTGAAGCAACTGGCCCGTGGTAACTGCAAAGGCCTTCTCTGCTGGATTCGTCAACGCAGAAAGAGTGTGTCTGGAAAGGATTGGAGTGTGATACAAATGCGAGAATTCCTCGGCGCGGCTGCTCGTGGTGGTCACTTGGATCTCGTCAAGTCGTGGCTCCATAAATGGAACATGTGGAAGAATGAAACAATCACTCGTATAATGACGTGCGCCGCACGCGGCGGTCATGCAAGCATTATTCAACTCTGCAAGGATATACTGTATCCAAGAGCGCTACGATACAGGTTGCAGGCGATTGCAGCACGAGACCGTACAGGAGATTTTGAGCGCTACCAGCGTATTGAACAAGCACGGCATCCTTCAGACGTTGCGGCAGCAAACTTACGGGCCATGGAGAGTGCGGCCAAAGGAGGTCATGACGACATTGTACAAAAGTGCTACAACAACGCATTTGTGGTGTGGCATATTCCAGCGGCACCGGCATTTGAGTGGTGGCATGATCAAGTGGCAAGGAGTTTACGTGTGACCCTGGTCAATGCTGCATATAAGGGCCACACATCCATCGTGCGAATGTGCGTGGAGGAGTGGGGACAACGCAAATATGTCGACTTGGCATTTGCGGAAGCAGCGCGCGGTGGCCACGAAGATATCGTACGCCTCTGTCACGACACGTGGGGTGCGACGGACGTGAATTACGCACTGGACTGTGCCGCCAGCGAAGGACATGAGACGATTGTGCAAATGTGCAAGGAGTGGCTGAACACCCGATCATAGTGATAGTTTCTGTACAAATGTAATATATATACACTCAGCCTTCATGATATTTGAACACTCCACACGCGCACACAAAAGACGATCTCACACGCGCGCCCGTGCTGCGACATGTGTTCCCGCGCGAGCCGCCTCTGCACTTCCGTGTGCGCTTCCCATATCTCGAATGTCATCCGATACAGTTTCTCTTTATCCGCGCTCGGGAAGCTCGCGGCGCATACGACAATCTTGGTGAGAAGGAGCCGGAAATGCCAGAAAAAGTCTGCAAAAGAGCCATACCACCACACGCCGCCGTTCCAGTCCAAGAGAAAGGCCGTCTTCGTGGCGTTGCATCGCAGGTGTGGCATCTCGTGGACCATCCCCTGGTGAGTGGCGTAGATTTGCACTCCCTCCGGGCTACACAGGATCGCAAAATCTCCCTCCTCCACCAACGTTGCAAAGAGCCGCGTCCGTTTCTCCTCATCATCCCACTCTGCCGTCGTCGCCGTGAGACAGCGCACAGTCCCGTCCCGCCCACGGTGCCCGATGAGGTCCGCAATGCAGTCTTTCCCGTTGTGGGCAATGAAATAGACCTCATCGACCCGCGTAATGGCGGGTTCAATGCATCCTTCCGTCATCAAAGTTCATTGGATGTCATACTACCGTACACACATGCATGCTCGGCCGCCGCACACTTACCAGCACCACACCGCCTCCCCGGCACAGTGAAGATACACCATAAATGACTGACAATAAATACTGTACTAAACTCGAGTGCGTTATCTCAGAAACGATAGCATCCCTATACATGCAATGAATATACATTGATAGGTAGGGTACACACGTAGATGACAAACTCGAGTTGGATGCAAAAAGTACACTTGTTATTTGACAGACTTTCCGAGTTGGTCCTACCATGTAGGTGAGAGATATATGTGGAGTGTAAGTGTACGTTCATACATACTTGGGTAAGTGTACGGTAGTGATGCTGAACAAAATATTGTATATAATTTTTGGGTTACAACTCGAGTGCGTTATATGGTTTTCTAGTGGTGCGCTACATGCTCGCGGTGTGGCAGTATCTCGAGAGCGTCTTTTAGTATAGTAGTATTTTCTTCTGCGGCTGCGAGATACAAACATTGCTTTTAGAGGGCCTGTCCTGTCTGTCTGTATACAGATATATGGACGCACTCTCCGATGACGTGTTAGGGCACCTGTTTAAGCAGTATGCACGCGATCTTGCGTTTTTTGTGTCTCAAGCGACGCGTAGGTGGCGTCTCGTTGCGACACGGAAGAATGCCGACGACGACAATGACAACAATGGCGCGGAGCCCGCGCGAACGACTCCATTTTCGCGGACGACATTGGCGCAATTGATACGTTCGGGGAGTGTAGAACTCGTCGAACGAGTGCTGTGTTTGCGGCGCGAACGTTGCTCTGGTAATAATGATGGGGAAGAAGAAGACGAGCTCACAGTTAGTATGAGGTCGTTTGCAGCAAAAGTGGGTCGCCGCGATTTATTAGAGGCATTTCTGCCTTCTGTATGGGCTGTTCCTGACATGTCGATCAGCGACGTGCTAAGACAGGCAGCAAAGCACGGTCATGACGATATAGTGGCATTGTACATGAGCGTGCCGCACTTGGTAGCACGTGCACGTTACCATAATACGCTACAGTCATCGATGGAAGAAGCGGCGCGATGGGGACATCTTGATATTGTGCGTGTGATTAAGCAGCAACAACGCCCGGTCCATTTCTCCGGGCAAGGTTTGATGATGTGTGCTGCGGCGGGTGGTCACTTGGACATTGTGAAAGTGTGTCACACCGAATGGCATGTGTCGTCGTTTATACACTCCGCACGGAACGCGGCCAGTAACAACCACGCGCACATTGTAGAGTACATCATGTCCGTTGTTTGCGATGCAGTTGCGGTGGTGATAGCGAATTTGGTGATGCGTGTGGCTGCCAGTTGCGGTTATCTATCGCTGGTGGTGATGTGCTATGATCGATGGGGCGCCGGTAATGTGGACGATGCGCTGGTTGCAGCGGCAGGAGAAAACCAGATCGCCATTGTGCAACACTGTCATGATGTCTGGGGTGTGTCTGTACACGGTCTGGAACGTGCCATTCTTGTGGCGGCACACGAGGGCCACGATGAATTGGTACGGTTATGTTTCTCGTGGGGTGCCCGTAATGTGGATGAAATTCTTGTTGCGGCTGCGGATCGAGGCTCGGCCTCACTGGAGATTATACGGCAATGCTTGGAAGAGTGGGGTGCTACGACGGTGGGACGTGCTCTCGTGTGCGCATCGAATCACTGGCACAATATGGATGTTATCGCGCTGTGTATACAGCATTGTCAGCGCCGTAATGCGCTTGACCCGTCCACATTGGTTGAGGTGGTCCAACACGCCCAAGCGCGGGAAGAGCATGAGTTGGTTGAGAAGATTATTGTTCCATTTCTCCAGGCTCAACCTGCAACCTACATGCGAGATGTACTCATGGGGCTGCACTAGTACTGTATACATATATATATATATATATACGTAGCAAAGTCTGGTGGTTGTATATGTATATTATGAATGTCTTCTATGACGAGTATACGTAAAACAAAAGACAGTATGGAGACAGAGCAAACGATCCCGCTCCTGGAAGGGCCAAGTTGTTCGCAGTTATCATCGCTCTATGCTGTCGAACTGGATTTTGATGCGGCGAGTGCGGTATGGCGTCGCAACAAGAAGAAGGTTCCGGGCGGCGCAGGAGGATTCCAGTACGTATGTGGATGTTCGCGCACACCGCACGCAGGCCGCGCCACAGCAGTTCAGTACTGTCGGCGGCCGTGTTACAAGAACGCGCGTAAAGCGTGGCGCATCCTGGAGAAGTCGGATGCGTTTCTACCTGGAATGTGGTCCGAGTGCTGGTACCATTTCAAAATGTTGCAACAGCAACCGCATGGAGTCGGTACAACGCAACCACAAAAAGAAGAAGAGCCGCTATCCTGTGACAACTGAATAAACGGCACACTATGGACTATTCTACTGACGCGCAAAGAATCAATCCGTCTACATATGTTTGTTTTATTATGTCGATCAGGAACGACAGCGCTGATTGTGTATATTATGCTAAGCAGGCATTACTTGTTGTATTATTAAAGTTCGTCGGTTTTGGGATAAGGAGCCGATTGTTGCTGTGCTCTCACAAGTGGAGTCGACATGCGGCCAGAGCCAGAGGCTTGGGATCCAACGACCGCCGGTGAGTTTCGGTGGAATTGAACAGACGAGACGCCGCGAATATCTACATTGCCGGCGACATCCCCGTGAATGTGAATCTGCACAGCACCAGCGGAGAGGGATCCCTTCAAGAAATCGAACACTAAATCGCCTGAGACAGCCTCGTTGATGTGCAAGTGGACTGCAGTTTCCTTCATATCGACAATACAGTTGGGTCGGCTTGTGTTTGTGGACAGGCCAGTGATTTTTAATTCGTTCGAGTTGATGTGATAGTTGACTTGTGCGCCGGGGCCAGCGGCACCAAACCCAACAGAACAGACAGATGTGAAAGACGACATTATATACTAGAACAAAAAGAAAGAGCAACGATGACTGAAAGATTGGAATTGACAAATCCGTATTTCTCAATATTGAAAAAATGAGACTATACAGGGTTTGTATAACAACTCGAGATACACATTGGGTCATCTACAGAGACGACGTGGGTTTGAAGGAAGGTGTATGTGCGAGAATGAAAGAGGTGTGTAAATTGATGTGGGGATCGGTCTCTGTTGTCTTGTTGGCGATACCATAACACACTTTTCGGATATCCTCTTGCCGAGCCGTCCAATTTTCATATGGTGTGCGCATTCTTCCTTCTGCACAAACATTTGGTATATTACATAATACACTGCAATTTCGGTACATGTGTTTGCGGAGTGTACTTTTGTCGAACACCATGCACGCTTGGTGCAGAGACCGTGTCCTCTGTTATGTTTTCTAATTCGCCATTGTCATCACTCTCCTCCAATGCTTCTACCATCTCATGCCACAACGTGCGGCACTCTGTGCGTCGCACAAAACCGTGATGATCGCAATAGAGGCACCATTGTTGGTAGCCACGCTCAGATCCACTGGACAGTTCGCAGAGACGACGTCCCTCTTGCAAAACGTCTCGCCGACTCACAGGTACTTGAATAATGCGGGACGCCATATCTTTTATCGTAGCGCGTATGTTCACGAGGTACAAACAGGCAGAAGGTGAAGTGTGTCGGGAAAAACAAATGACAGACTCGAGTTATGCGCGTCTCGAGTATCTTCCTGAGAGTGTATATTATTCACTGGGTGTCGTGTCTGTAGCGGGTGCTTTCATACGTTGCTTTTAGTGAAGACGGATGGAACCGAGTGGTGATGCTTTGTCCGTGACGGGTATAGATACTACTGCGACGATCGACCAGGAAGAAGACACCTTGTTTTCACGCATCGTGGATACCCTTCCGTCGGATATTATCGAAAAACTGGTTGAACATGTGATTCATCGCAATCCGAGGACTTTGTTTCCTGTTTTGTATGTGGTTCATGTATGTGATTTATCAAATAATGTCAATGCACATGCGGCGGAAAACGATTCTGGCACCATGGTGTGTTGGTCCGTCCGGGATTGTTTAGATCAAATCGCGCGGATGGAATCTGCACCTGTTCGGTGTGCCATGCGACCGCCTATCCCTTTTGGGCTCACACTTGATGACATGACGACTGAAATATTCCTTGCTGCAGTCATGAAAGAAGAAACAGAATCGCCGCTGCATGAAGATATTCACGTGCAATCTGCGTTTGCAACATTTGCCGCTACCCATGAACAGGATTACACTTCATGTGAAGAGGTTTTGTCATCTTTGCCACCGTTCACGCGGTCCCATCTTTATCACATGGCGAAAAATAATGCGGTGCCCTCTGCCCCATCGTGGACCACCTGTATGATTGGAAGTAATGCTTGGCCAATACCAATAGCCCCGTACATGCGGTTTGTCCGCAACCATGGAGTCGGTTTCCGCGAAATGAATGCTGTTATGACCCCAGAGGGTGCGAATCCTCTGATTGCTTCTGCGATGGGTGTGATGGGATCCACTCGAACGGAAGATCAGTGTGCATATGTGTCGTTGATGCAAAAGTGGCTTCGTGCGTGGGAACCTGTGGAGCAGGCCGTGTCGGCAGAAATTGCGCGCATGCAGGCACCGGGCTCGCCGGCAGCGTGTTTGCTGGCGGTGGATGATGCAAGTGCGAATGAGAAACGTCTTGATGCGTATGCCAAATTCATTGAAACGATGGCGTTTGCCAATGACGACACACGCAACAAATTTCATATTGCTTGCGTTGGTAGGTCCGCCAATGGGTGCAAAGTGCGCTACGCACAATATACCATCTGCCGCACCCAGACACATGTACCCTATTCACTGTGATTCCTCTGTTTATAGCGCAGATACATTCATTTGTTACACGTAGTGTTGTTTTGGGTGACTACACAAAGAATATGCTTACATCAACGACTCCCGGACTTTATCAGGCCAGTCGAAGAGATGGTTTGTGGCAGCCGCAATAGTTTCCAAATCATCCGATGGCAATGTAACGTGGCACGACCATAGAGTTTCTCCACCGGGTGAAGAAAAAATAGACAGACACTCGTCGTCGTAGTTGATCAAGTACTCTTGTTTGTGCGACTCGTCGTCTTCCTCGCCACACGTCACAAAAACTTGAAACGGACACTGGTTGCATGTTACGTCAAATGACGAGATTGACTGACGTTGTTTCAAGACTCCTAGATCGTCCACATCTCTGAATTTCATGTCCAATGGAACACCGCGGACGGGCCAGATAAACAAGTCACGTGTTGCATTGGCGACGGCCGCTAAATTGTTCGGCAACGCAATGTTGCAGTGCCAGATCTTTGTCTGTCCCGGGATGGAGAATACTTCCAGACAGCCCTCCTCATAGTCGATCAGGAATTCGTTTTCATCCGGCTCACATTTCACGATGACTTGGAAGGGACATACACCACACGTGACTTCGTAAGATACAATCACGCGAGGCTGCTGCGCAGGTTCGGCCGCCATGTATAACTACAACGCGTACTGTGTTTCTTTCTATCTTCTTTCAGGTTGAGAAACTACTGTTGCCCGTCTCTGAAATTGTGTTTGATGTGCCAGCACAGACCCACCCCTTTCGTTGTGCACGCAGTCTCGAGAAATTAATACCCAGACCCTCCGGTGCGACTGCCGTTTCATGAGTGCGTTCTGTGTTATTCATCTGTAATTTTCTTCGCTTATATCTCGATTACCCATAATGTGCGAACGATCGGGCACGACGCTGTCGACACTGGCTGACGCGGCTGTCCTCGAAAGGGACGATGTCGTCATCGTGTCATCATTATCCTTTGCACAACGCTTTCACGATGCTGTTACACCTATCCAACCTGCTTCGCTATTGAGTGATCATGAATCGGTGCAAAGACTCCGTCGGGTCGAGGAACAGCAGGAACGTTTGCGGGGCTGTCTGGATGCCAAAATGGCACCGAGTACGAGTAGTATTGATTCACCGTGGTTTTTGTCTCTCACTACGCGACATGCTCTGTCGGAAATGCGCGGGGAGCAGTTGTCGCTGACCAACATCGAGGGTGACGGAACGCCCGGAAACCCCTATATTCTTTAGACGCGTGTGCAGTATTCTCTTCTACTGACAACGACAAACTGTATGAGTCGTAATGTGTATGAATGTATATTATAAACAATGAAGACTTGCCCGTCGCTACATGTTTTGTCGTTGTTGGCGGCGTATTTAGGGTATCAACAAAATTGCGGTCACCGTACAGGTTTGTGTCCGTGCCAAACTTCATCATTCTTCGGTAAAACCCCCTTTGAAACAAGAGTACTGTTCCCAACTCGAGTTTGCAATATGATGTCTCGAGATGTTTTATCAACGCTCATTTACGTGTTGGTGTTTCACACAAGTTTATTGTTCAACGTAGGGTGTCTACTCATTTGCAAAGAAAAAAAGCGTTTGTCATGATAGAGAATACGGTTACCACTACTGGTCCCCTTGTTGGACCCCTTATTATTGCCCTTGTTATTGGTGTGTGTCTATATGCAGTTTGTTCTGATGTGATCCGAGACTCGGACCGTATTTCGTGCACGTGTGATCCCGATGACGATGAAAACCGAACACCCTGTATGTATTGTTGTATTACGGGTGAGAATGACGATGGAAGTAGTAGTGACGATGTGGATGATATGAAGACAAAGATGGCGTAACACGGATCTTTCTCACGTCAGAAAATGAGCAACATCCGTGCTCCTTAGAGGAGACTTGTTCTGTGTTGAGAGGATACTGTATATTATGTCGGACTGTACAACTTTTTGTATTCTTACACGACATTATTAGAGATAGAGAACAACAGGGCATTATGTGGTTTGTTGAATGAATGTGTTCTTTCTTTTGACAACTTACATGTGGTCTCATGCACACGAGTGCTGCTATTGATTGTCATACTGCTTGCTCAGCAAGCCACTCGTTACAAAGAGCAATAATGTGTGGATGTGTTGCCGCCGCGCGCAACGCACGTGACACATCGGTGGCACCCCATTCACGGCACAAGCGCATTGCGTCTTCGTGACCTCGCTCGGCGGCGTACTGCATTGCTTGGTCAAGATTGGGTGTCGCACCCCACTCTTCTCTGCACAACCGCATAATGTGCAACTGTCCTCCGTGGGCCGCCATCAACATGGTCCAATCGATATTCCTTGCACCCCATTCATCGTGACACAACCGCACGAGTCGTTCATGTCCTCCATAGGCCGCTGCCGCCATTCCGCGCTCTTCTAGAGAAAAATAATCCGAAGGATCCTTCCATTCCTCTTTACAACGTCGCATGATGTGCTCATGACCGCCAATGGCTGCTTCTGTCATGATGCTACGTATGTCGCGCGCGTCCCATTCATCCATGCACAGTTGTACCAATTGTTCGCGCCCTGCCCGTGCTGCTGCACTAATCGCAGCGTCCGCCGCGGCATTCATTACACTAAATTCATTATCAGAGTATAGTTGCAAATACTCTATGCATTTGCGAATCACTGGAATATGCCCCTGTGATGCCGCCTCCCAAATTGCGTCCAGCATGGGTTGGTAGGCCATATTATGCTCCAAATTTGGCAACATTCCCGCTTGCCACTCTTCATACAATAGCGCCACTAATTCTACATGACCGCCTCGCGCCGCCGCAATTAGCATGTCGTTCTTCTTCTCCCGACTAAAGTCCCGGAAAGAGCACGAGGACAATCGATTCGTCCGGAGAAACGTCAATAATTCTAGTCGACCTTCTTTGGCCAACTGCACCACCCCGCACGATGCATTATTGGTTTCTTTTTCCGGTACTTCTTCGTGGTGTATATTCCGCCACCGACGACACGCCAGGTGCCACATCGGCGCGTAATCACCCGCATACCGTCGCAACACATGTTTTATCACATCGTCTGTCAAAGTTGCCTGCATCGTGAGGTGTACTTGTATCTATCAGTAGAATAGTAACGCAGAAGCAAATGAATGAGCGGGCACAGTTACATCACCCGCGATAACTCGAGTTGAATACATGTCCGGGGTAACTTGATTCTTTCCTTGAGTACCGTGTCGGTGTAACATGTATACATACGACTGCCACCACCTTAAATAGTATGCAATGCTTGTGTACCGATGTTTTACGGCACATTGTCGTGAATTATGCCGAATGCTGTGCGCCACTTGCGCGGCTCGCGTCTTCTGCGTGGCGGAACTGTTTGTGCAATGCCACCGGTGTGAACAGTAAAGTACGACATGTTGTCAGCCATACAGGAAATGTGCAGTTGCTCCATTGGATTGAAGCACGGCGCCAACGTGATTGGTCGACACTCACTAAAAATGCATGTGTCCAATGTGCGGCGAGTTATGGCCATGAGGCCGCTGTTATGATACTCATAGAGTGGAAGTGGATGGTTGCAGTCAATGTAGTCATGTGGTGTGCGGCACGCGCCGGACTTGAACGCATCGTGCGTCTGTGCCATGATCAATATGGCGGGACCGAGGTACAGGCCAGTATGGAAGAAGCCGCGGCGGGCGGTCACACTTCGATCGTGCGAATGTGTCACGTCGAATGGGGCCCGCAATATGTCGGTAGTGCTATGACACACGCAGCAGAATACGGCCAGGAACATATTGTGCGGATGTGCATGGACGAATTTCATGCGACTCGGCGAAAATTTGTTGCGATGGCTGCGGCTGCGCGCGGAGGTCATGCGCACATTGTGCGTCTGTTTGTGGAAAAATACGACTGTATGGACAATGTCCACTGGGCCATGTCAGAGGCCGCATACTACGGACACGCGCATATTGTTCGTCTCTGTCATGATCAATGGGGTGCCTCAACGCTTGCCATTGTCAACGACACAATGAGCCGCGCTGCGTTTAACGGACATGAACATATCGTACGGCTTTGTCATGACGAGTGGAAGGCGGATGACGTAAATTCTGCCCTGGAAAGAGCCGCTTCCGGTGGACATGAAACAATTGTGCGATTATGTCATGACGCGTGGGGTGCGACCGATGTGAACACAGCCATGGTACGCGCAGCAGCGATAGGACACACATCCATTTTACAACTGTGTCGTGATTGGGGTGCGACGGCCTTTCAAGAGGCAATGGCGGCTGCAATAACATATAATGGTAACAGGCACCGTACTGTGATTGTAAAGATATGTGAACAGTGGATGGAAGAAATAGAACCGCCATGTATTGTCTAGACATGTATATGTGTCTGTTTATTTACCTCACACGAGTCACGTATTATGTGTAATTATAATGTACAGTTTTTTGTGCATGAACGAAAATCCACAGTATTGTTGTTATGTAATGAGGATGCCCGCGCGCACGTATCCGTTGGTAAGAATAGTATAGTCGGACGTTGTACTGGTGAAATTGATCCAAAAACCAATGATGACTTGATCTCCTGCAGAAACAACAACGTTTGCCGTATTATTGTTGGCATAAATGGTAGGTCGGGTAAGCGACTGTCCCGTGGTGAGAGTAAATACGTCCAAACTGGACGCACGATTAAAGGTCTGCGATGTCGGGCCGACAGCGACAAAGATACTAATCTTACCTTGAATCGTAACACCCGCCGGAATAGTGAACGTGTTGTCTTGGTGCACGTACGCTCCGTAAACGGCCGTAATTGTTCCACTTCGCGGCACGTAAAAGGCATAGTTTGTTTGCGAGTTGGGATCGTTGTCCGGCGAGATGCTGCTCGCCAAGAAAGACAGACCGTACCCGTTTGAGCCGAAACCGATCACCGATCCGATTGCGACTGTTTGCGAACCTGTTGCCCAAGTCGCTTGGGCCGCGGCATTGACACCGGATGCAAATACAATAATAGATGCTGGTGCGGAAGGACCCGTAGAACCAGTAGCCCCCGCCGGACCTGTCGCGCCTGTCACGCCGACAAGACCTTGCAGGCCACTGGGCCCCGTGCTACCCGTGTTTCCGAGAGAGCCCTGAACACCGCTAGGACCTGTGCTACCAGTGTTACCGACGAGGCCTTGCAGGCCGCTAGGTCCGGTACTGCCGGTGCTTCCGACAAGACCTTGAACGCCACTAGGACCGGTGCTCCCCGTATTGCCAACAAGGCCTTGTAAACCACTCGGCCCGGTACTGCCGGTGCTTCCAACAAGACCTTGAATGCCGCTGGGCCCGGTACTACCAGTGCTACCGACGAGTCCTTGAATGCCACTGGGTCCCGTACTTCCAGTGCTACCGACGAGTCCTTGAATGCCACTGGGTCCCGTACTTCCAGTGCTACCGACGAGTCCTTGTAATCCACTTGGTCCTGTACTGCCGGTGTTGCCATCAAGGCCCTGTATGCCGCTGGGGCCTGTACTTCCTGTTGTGCCGACGAGGCCTTGCACTCCACTTGGTCCCGTACTGCCGGTGCTGCCGTCGATGCCCTGTACTCCACTTGGTCCAGTACTACCGGTGCTACCAACAAGACCCTGCACGCCACTTGGACCGGTACTTCCTGTGTTTCCAACCAATCCTTGCACCCCGCTTGGTCCAGTACTACCGGTGCTACCAACAAGACCTTGAACACCGCTAGGACCGGTACTTCCAGTGCTACCAACAAGGCCTTGTAATCCACTCGGTCCTGTACTTCCAGTGCTACCAACAAGGCCTTGTACACCACTTGGGCCTGTACTACCGGTATTACCATCGAGGCCCTGTACTCCACTTGGACCTGTGCTGCCAGTGTTGCCAACGAGGCCCTGTACACCACTCGGTCCGGTACTTCCAGTGCTACCGACAAGGCCTTGTGATCCACTTGGCCCAGTAGCGCCGGTGTTGCCATCAAGTCCTTGCACGCCACTTGGACCCGTACTGCCAGTGTTACCAACGAGACCTTGTACTCCACTTGGGCCTGTACTACCAGTGTTACCAACGAGACCTTGTAATCCACTGGGACCCGTGCTTCCAGTGTTGCCATCGAGTCCCTGCACGCCACTTGGGCCTGTACTACCAGTGTTACCATCGAGGCCCTGTACTCCGCTTGGTCCGGTGCTTCCAGTGCTACCAACAAGACCCTGCACGCCACTTGGACCCGTACTGCCAGTGCCACCAATGAGGCCTTGCAACCCACTTGGTCCGGTGCTACCCGTGTTGCCATCGAGGCCCTGCACGCCACTCGGACCTGTACTGCCCGTGTTACCAACAAGACCTTGCAATCCACTCGGACCCGTACTTCCCGTGTTGCCCAGAGATCCCTGCGGTCCACTCGGACCAGTGCTTCCTGTTGAACCAAAACCACTTGCTCCAGTGCTTCCCGTGTTACCCAGCGGTCCTTGTAGTCCACTCGCCCCTGTGATACCTGTCGCTCCACTTGCACCAGTGTTGCCAGCCGTACCTTGCAGTCCACTTGCACCTGTGTTGCCCTGGACGCCGCTCGATCCCGACGCGCCTGTTTCACCCGTGTTTCCTGTTGCTCCTGTCGCTCCACCTGGCGTGCCGGCGGGACCCGATGGTCCGGATGGTCCCGTTGCGCCAGAAACACCTGTCTGGCCACTGGCTCCCGACGCACCGCTTTCACCAATGGGGCCTGTTGCACCCGACACTCCAGCGATTCCAGAAGAACCAGTGTTGCCAACTGCGCCAGTAGCGCCAGCGATTCCAGATGAACCAGTGTTGCCAACTGCGCCAGTCGCGCCAGTGATGCCAGAAGAACCAGTGTTACCCAATGCTCCAGTGGCGCCAGTGATTCCGGACGACCCATCATTTCCCACCGGTCCAGTCGCACCGGTAAGGCCTGAAGAGCCAGTTGCACCCACACTTCCTGCGGGTCCACTGGCACCCGTACTGCCGGATGTGCCAGTGATCCCACTCGGTCCGGTGGCGCCTGTGATGCCACTGATACCGACGGGACCTGTTGAGCCCGTAACACCTGCATTGCCATCGATACCAGCGGTTCCAGTCGCACCGGTAAGGCCTGAAGAGCCAGTTGCACCCACACTTCCATCGATACCTGCAGGACCTGTGGCGCCTGTTGCGCCAAAATCTCCATGGATGCCCGCGGGACCGGTGGCGCCCGTCACACCAACACTTCCAATTGCGCCAGAGGCACCCGTTGCACCTGCACCCCCTGTCGAACCTTCAAGTGCACTGAACAAACTAAATTGAATGGGCGTTTGTCCCAGGACGATCGGACTTGGTGTGGTGAGAATCCACGATGTGCCCGTGTTCTGTGCGCCCTCGTTAATAGCAGTGAAGACGCCCCGTTGCATGCTTGGATTTGAGTTTGCATCGGGTGCTCGCGTGAGCACCCACGGCTGGCCTGCGGGTCCATCCACACCGACGCTAGAGAAAATGTAAATCCCATTGACGGGACTATTGGTTGGTGCCGCCGCTGCAGCAACAGTTGTACTAGAGCGCGTACTATACCGTCGGGTTGTTGTTCCCGCGGTTGTCTCATTTTTCACGAGCACCCGATCACCGACGATCAAAGATGTCACGCCATCAATACCACCCAGCGTATTAATGTTGGCGTTTATGGTGGATTGTAACGTGCCCGTTGTAGTGGATACTGTGTAAGGTGGGAGCGGTGCAGCGGTCGCGACGCGCACGTAACTTTTCACAATATTTGCTGCCGCGCCTTGCGGACCCGTGGCGCCAGTCGCGCCGACCAACACATGCTTCTTTTTCTTGCAGTGTTTACCGCAACAATCGCCACCGTTCGTATCACATGCGCAACCATGTGAACGTGTCGCCAGTGGCCGTGGCTGTTTGTGTTGAAACATATATGACTGAACGGAAACACAAACGATCAAACACACTACTTTGGTATACTACTATAGTTCATGCAATCCATTGAAATATAACAATGTACTCTTGCGTATGTGTGTTTTCTCCAAAAAGAACCAATCACACATTAACGAGCATGGAAAAGGTACATATATATGTGCTACCATATATCACACTATACTACAATTGCACCGCATGCCCCTCCACAGCATGCTCCTGATCGTCATCATGGTTAACGGACCTTCGTCGTTCTTGCGCAGCCCAACATGTACATTCCGCAATAACGAATAGTATCGCCACACCCATGAGAGCCAACATCCAAACAATGCCGCCCACAAATGAACGAGAATAGTCTAATGACAACACAAGAAAGGGATCGCGATCCGGATTGTAAAATAGATCAATTGCACTATTGTTGGTGCGTGGTAACTGCGCAGCCCATAGTGCGGCATCCGACACGGACCACGCTCTGTGGTAATCCATTGTTCGGAACGCGATGAGAAGGGCAGTCGTGTCGCGCACAGGGATCGCGTCCGAGCAATTGACGTACAGCAACGGAACGACGTAGGTGGCTGCCGTCGGCAGAGGGTCCAAGGAAACGCGATCAAGACGACATGACACCGGCGCGGCGTTCATGACAAATTGAATTTCTGGCACTGACGCGGAAATGAAAATTAGCAGACCCACTACAACAAGACCAACCGCAAAGAGTATCACACCCGCGGATGCACAGAAAGATTTCCCATCATCGTTGGTGTCTTCAACGGTGGGTGCGTTCTTTTTGCCCGACGCATTGATCACGGGTGCGAGCCACGCCATTGAGGATGTAGGGGTTTGTTTCTGTGCAGATATGCCCACAGACACAATCACAGAGAGAGATAAGTCATTGATATGGACCTCATGGAAGCGCAGGCAGATACGCAAACACGGTTCATGTCATTTTGTCTGCACTCGAGTTAGCATATTTCGGCAGTAAGCATCTTCTTTGCGCACGAAAATGTTACCGTAAGGCAAAAAATAAAGAGGGCGGTAGGATTTGAACCTACGACCTGATGATCTGCAGTCACCCATTCTGCCAACTGAACTACACCCTCCGCAATGAACTCGGTACTTCACGCATCTCTGTTTACTTTTTTCTTCTATATACACGGTCGGTACGCGACTGACCTTGCAAACAAACTCGAGGAAGCCTACCAGAATAATATACGCGATACATTAGACGCTGATTGGGTTTATTGTAGATACGAGAATACATGTAAGGGAGAACCAGCGTTTCCCCATAGGAGAGAGAAGAGACACATCTATTTTTTCTCCTCATGCATAACACATGGAAGTATTTTGCTGTTGCGGTGTTGGTTCTCCTCACCACCGCAAACCTGAGTGTTGGATCACACACGCACACGTATTGGCCCGCCGGTGCGACACTTATCCGTGCAGAACGGGATCTTTACAGTTCGTTCCACTGGACGGCGTCACCCGACCATGTTCATATCTGCACCAATGACACGGCATGTACGACATGGATTGATGCCGCAAACGACTGGTACATTGTACTGATGAATGATGTATCTAGCATCATTCGACACCAGTCATTCTCGGATTGTTTTGCGCGACAATATGATTTTATCAACAATCTGGAGCATCCACCATGGGATATCATGCTGCTGTCACATGTGAATGATCACGGTTTCATGAGCCCCTTCGTAAAGGCGGGGGGCAAGTACCACGCAACGTGCAAAATACCGCGCGAATGCCTATGCGCGGTCATGTTTGCAACACAAGTCCCAGGTGTCGGTTATGTCGCACTTCGTGCTAGAAAGACGAAACCCCCAAGTGTCGGAGACGAAATCGCATATTGGCTATAATCTATGTGACATAATGTATTTACAGGAAATATAAACAGTGTACACACAATCCCAGAAAGATTTCACTCATTCAAGAATACCGCGATGCACTGGGGTCGCCGAGTGTGACATCCTGGTCACGAAAGAAATCAACATTCTCCAACGGGACCCATCCCCACACTGCCATCTCAGGTTGCGTCGCGCTACATCGGGTGTGATACCCTGCAGCCCGTGCGATGCGACCCATGAGAGACAGGCTCAAGCCATGCGTACGCAAATGGCCCTCGTGTGCGTGAAAAAAGATATGTGTGTCACCAGTTCTCACGGCAAGATTGACGCAAGCGCGCAATGACTCCCTTGCGCGATATTCGCACACCATCGTATCGCCAGGCACGTGGCCCTCCTGCGGCGGTCCCACTTCAGGAGCACACACAGACACGTCTACGGATGCCATATCAACGTCACGTCAACGCTCGTTATGATGAATATTGGGGTCTGCGTCGTCGCACAAATAAATAGATGTGTACCTCTCGAGAACAAGACATCTCGAGTCTGCCATCTTCACCCATTTTTGCGTGCAACACCCCCAATATAGATACACACTATCTCTTTGCGAAAGCCAAGAGACGTAACATACCACGTACACAGCGCGACGTTCGCCCACGCGTATGTCCTGCCCTGTACAAAATACAATGAGTCTTGCCTTGGACATTTTTACACAGGATGACCCAAGCAGTGCCATCTTTGCGTATGTTACGACGCCATCGCTACCACATCGTATTACGTTGGCGTGTCGCGCTCTCCTCGGACGGCACTTGCTGGCCTGTATGTCACATGTGGATGTCGACGGAAATGCTGCACTGGATGCACTGTGTCATGCGGTCCGCGTGCACGGCGGAACACGTCGACTGCAGAGTCTATCGATTCCACGGCACGTGAATGGTCTGGAATCCCGCCACTTTGACGTGATTCAGTCCATGCGCGAGCTCACAGTGGAAATGGTCACCTGGATACGTGAGTTTCCGACGCTTGTGTTGCGGAACTTGGAGACGTTGCGAGTGGAGCATGATGATCGGCCGAATGGCAAGCATCCATTGGATAATCAGTTGGCCTCTGCATCGGCCTTTTATCGTTATTTTTATGACGGCTATGACGAGAACGAACGCCGTGCTAAAGAAGACGCTGACAGGCACGTGTCCAGGCGTCAAAGTGGCAACATGCACCGTTGGGTGCACTGTTTTCAGGCGGCGCAGTTGCGTGCGTTGCGCTCCCTTTCGTTTAACTTCAAAACACACGATAGAGTCTCTGGAGACGAACATCGGCGGTTGCCGTTCCCTTCGTTGCGGGTTGAATGTCCTCGGCTACAATACCTCCATGTGTGCCTTCCGTATGGAAACGTCAAGTTGAATGTCCCTGCCAGCACGCGGGTCAACATTGATGACGCGAACCTTGGGTTTCCGTTCAGTCGCAATGGTGACCTGGATTGGATCCACTTTCCTCCGTACCCGGCCACACGCGAATCGGTGGACACTGCGTTTCGGCAGTCGTTGGGCATTCCGTTGGAGCAATTAGCGCTTGATAGTCGAGGAGCACATCAGTGGTTGCCGCAGATTGCACAGCGATGTATTTTGGACGCAACGGCGGCGCGGCAGTGGTTCCTTCCGTCATATGCACACATTGTGATTCAACATAAACTCAATCTTCTGCAGTGCCCGGCAAGCCTGCGACTGTTAGGATTCAACTTGGATGTACTCACGCCGCTTCAACAACTGCAACTGATGGTTCAGTGCGATGCCGTGATAAACCCAGATGCCCTCGGGGCAGTGTTCCCCGATGACCTATTGCGCGTCCACAATGCACTCGTGCCGCTCGTTCGCAGCAACGTTGTCGCGGACACTTGGCGGGACGTATCGTTTGGTGATTGCTTCAACTTTATGAACATACACGCCGTTTGCCGTGGTATTCTGAGGGGCCGATACTACCCGCTGATGATGCCTGATATCTTGCCAGTGTTGTGTACGAATAGGTCGTTCTTGACACAACTCGTGCAAGTAAACGTGACAGACGAGAGTCGAGTGACCTTGTTCAGGGATATGTTGGCGGCAAGCGGAAGGCAATGGTGGTTTGAATTGCCGAATGTATCCTCGTTTCTGCGCACTCTATCATGCGAGTTTCTACACGAGAAGTGCCCCTTATCAAACCCACTCGTTCGCGAAGCCGCGAATGCAGAGCCATCCATCCGTCAACTGTATCGCGACGGACGGGCCGAATGCAGAGTATGTAAAGCACGTGATGTACTAGACCAATTCTGTCTGTGCTGCACTCGATGTTACTAATAATATTATATGTCCCGTCGTGATACATACATATTATTAGGATTTCATGCAGTATATGTAAAATATTCCATGTTTTTTACAGCATCACTACACATGTTTGGTTTTGGTCTTGTGTTCTTGTCTCCACTGCCGACACAAAGAGACAATGTCTGGACCGTCCGAACGCCGAAGGGCGCACTCCTCTACTTCGTCGATATTTCGAGCACCCCATTCGTAGCAAAGTACCACCATGTCTGTATACGCATGATCGGCGGCGTCAAGCATCGCACCTTCGACATCCGTGGCACCCCACTCATCATGCGCAATACGTGCTATCCGCGGGAATCGCCAAATGACGGCACATCTCAAAAGGTGGTTTACATCGCGGGCACCATACGTGTCGTAACATAGTCGTACAATTCGCTCGCACCCTCGAACCGCAGCAGACGCCATCGCATCGTCCGACGCGGCTACCTTCGTAACACCCCACTCGTCGTGACACATGCGTACAATGTGCTCGTGTCCTCCGCGCGCCGCTGATCGCATTGCGTCGGCAAGATTGGCCGCACCCCACTCGTCGCGGCAGATACGCATAATATTCAGATGACCGCCACGGGCAGCCGCGGAAAGAGAGTCCGCCACAGCCTTCGCCTGTCGATCCGTTCCTCGGATCCACGCGTCGTAACACATCCGCACAATGTGCGCGTGACCCTTACGCGCCGCAGTTGTCATTGTTCGGGCAACGTCGCGCATCAGCCGGTGGTCGGTAGTAGTATGGGGCGTTGGACCCCATTTCTCCATGCACATGCGCACAATCGTTTCGTGACCACCATGTCCCGCCGATATCATTGTTATATTTAAGATACTATCGGGGACAGCATCACGATGGTCTCGTACAAACGATTCATAACCCCCCTGTGCAGCAGAAGTGATTGCGTTCAACAGGTCCGTCGCACCCCACTCCTGCAGACACAAGCGCACCAAAGGTTCGTGCCCACCGCGCGCGGCACACCGCATAATCTTGTCGGCACACCACGGCGTACCACATACATACGGCCAGCGTTCACGACAGTACCGCACAAGATCCACATGCCCGCCACGCGCTGCATCGGCCACCATGTCAATGTGGAAAGGGTCTCCGTCGTCCTCTTCATCACCACCACCATCTCCAAAAAACGACGCATACGTCGACACGAGCAAATCATGATGACCACCCCGCGCCAGCCCATGTAGAACAAGGGCAGCATCGGGTTTCCACATTTCGTTGCAATACTTTAGCAAAACTGAATGACCGCCACGCGCCGCTCGATCAACGATCCGATTCTTGGTTCGTTGCAGCAGATCCGGGACGTTTCGCGCCGCACGCATGGAAAGTATCCAGCGCAACAGCGCATCGTGATTATTGCGCGCGAGGTGACAAAGCACACTATGGCGTCGACGAATCATTGCGACAGTCGTATCATGGCGATCGGCAAGGGTACATTCATAATGATACACCCATTCGCGCCATTGTCGATTCGACAGACTCAATAAGGGATAGTGGGACGGCGCCGCATATTTCGTCAACACGTGCTGCTGCACGTCAGTAACCAACGACAGCATACTATATACATCGACGAAACCTGAGTATGTACATACGCGCACTTGCGCATAAGACAATTATTCTCGAGCACGCCCGATGTATGTTCGCACCTCGAGTTAGTTGCACCCACTCATATTGAGTATGTGTTCTTTTCCAAGTAGAGATTGACTATTTCAACACTGGAACACAACAAAATCAATTAGCCATAATGCAACCGCAGCAGGACTCACTTGCCGACGAGGATTCATACTATACGTGGTGGCCGCAGTTGGGTCAGCGTCTGCGTGCATACGCACCCTTTTTACAAAGTCGTATCTGGTGGACGTTTATATTGCATAACAAACAGCCGAGCGAGGCGCGCGATCGAACAGTTGCGTTCACAAGCGAGTATCATGCTCGCCTGTGGGAGCGGCTCATCCATGATCTGACTGTTGTTTATGCAACGGAAGCGAGCACACACGCCATAGTAACATCAACTTCTGCTGCCAGCACCACAACCTCTCTGCGTGTACGATGTGCACTAGAATATTGCCTCTCTCGCGTTGTGTCGGACTTTCTGTTCTACTACAGACTCGGAGCGATTGAGGCCATCATTTTGTCATTGTTTTTGGAAGAGCTCAGACACGTCTTAAGCAACACCCGTGTTGGCACGACCCATTGCACTACCTCAGAGTGGGAAACAATGTGGGACATGGTTGTGACGCCGCAGTACGTCGATTATCCTGCCTCGCAATTACTTAGTTACGGAAACGTGTCTTACGTTCTGTGATTCTTTTCTCTCTCTTGCTATTTGGACACGAAGAATGCCTAAAAACGAGAGCCATAATTGGGTACAAATGAGGTTACTTGAACGGAACCAAGAAGACCACGACTGGCATGAAAAGGAACAAAATGAATAACTCGAGTTTCGTTGTATATAATACATATTAGGCGATACAGTTCTTTTGCGGATCCAGCAATGTACTTTTGTAAGTATGATGTACACTCTGTAGGTGTGTATGTACACATACAGCGATGCTGCTTTGCACCAAAGATAAACAAATAGTTGCCCGGATGTATATACAACACATGAATTTACAAAACTCGAGTTGGTTATACATGGTTAAGGTTCATTCACATCATGTACAAAGTCCTCGTACACCTTGACGTGTCGCTTCTCGCTAAAGATTCCAAGGTCGTCATATTCGGTGACGGGTAAGAGACCTGGCACGGTCTGCACTTGACAACAGTCCACGCTCACTGTCGTAATATTTGCGCGTGGATACAATTCCTTCAATGTCGGGTAGAACGATGATAGACGCGCATGCGAATGCACGAGCATCACAATCAACTCCTCCACGACGCCTTCTTGGTTTGTGTTTGTCATGACGTTGTCGCTCGTAGTACACGTCGTCGCGTGCCGCTGTGCTTCGTGTTGTTCGCGTAGATAATTCTCCACTGTTTGCCGATGTACAGTTAGGTGACGAATGTTACGCGGATGCGTGCCAACCCAGGTGGATTTCATGATCGGGTCGATGCTGACAATGTCAATTGCATGCGTGACAAACGCAAATAAGGCGGCCGTGTACGGTTCTTTGCCGTCGCCAATACATAAGCACATGGTGCGGCGACCGTCCAGGTCAGACCAAGAATGTTGACCGGTGTCGCAGAACCGATGTGAGATACTACGCAAAGCAGCACGAATGGCACCTGCACTTTCGGAGAGTTGTTTCGGATCGCGTGCAAGACCATGAGCCGCATAGTCCGGGAAAGCCTTCAGGCGCATGGCCCATCGCAAGTTGCGCAGAGAAGGCAATGGCACATTGAATTGCAATTGACTGTTTGTATACTTGAGAGTCGGGGTCACTTGCACAACAGGTGCAAATGAGTGGTCCGAATTATTGTCCATGTTACTACACTTGGTCGTTGAAGTAGTAGTAGTGCAAACGGAATCCTTGTCCACAGAATAATGTGGCGTCGTGGCAACACATACAGCAATGGCGCCGGTACCAAAGGATTGATGTTTATCGGCAGACGAATCATCAGCGTCGTCAAAGCGCTGCGATATATGCGTTGAACCGGATACTTGGCGGTTGGAGGACATATGCTCTTCGTGGGCAGACGGACCAGTGGAATTGTTGTACCCGCAACAACTACAATTCGTGGTACACCATTTACCGACATACATAACAGACGTTGCGCACAAAAGTGAATCTCGAGGCAATACAGAGAAATCTCGAGTTCAACCGATGATTGCCCCTGACATACGGAGATGTATATATATACGAACACGTGCACGACATTTCCACGCAAGTGCGTCGTGTCTGTGTGTACATTACACTTGCGTGCGCGCAAGAAACGAGATGGCGACAGCATGGGCATCGTTGGGCGGCTATGTGGGTGCCCCAAAATACGAATACGATGCGAACAGTATGTGGAACGACGATCACTTCCGGGTCGTTGTCGACACTGGAGTCCGCAGCGCCAAGACGTCGCTTCCATTTTGCTTTGCGGCGACCTATGTGTGTGAGTGCCTGCAACTGCAGCATTGTCTGTGCGTAGTGGATACGCAGTCCGGGTGTGTGTTGCACGTCTCCGCACCGCCACGCGACTTTACCCGCAATGTTTTACCTGCGACCGTGTGGGTCGACGGGCAGCGTATCGACATTCCCGCCGTCGACGCCAAACAATCGGCGCTGCCCTTAGAGGGTGGTGATGACAAAGAAGAAGGATCCGAATCAGACAGTACCGAGGATGATGTGACAGCGAAAGCAAACAAATACCGCGATGCTCTGTTTGCCGGTGCGCAATGGGTTTCGTCTGCGTTGGGGCGTTCCTTTTCAAGTATTGATCCGGCGGCGGCGATCGCCTCTGTCGCGCATGATCACGTCGATGCGTTGCCCCATAGTATTCCGTGGTCATTGCATAACGCGGTGCAATACTTGCCGACTCGACACTCCTTGGAATTTTTGACACTGTGGTCACCGGTCGCCGATAGCAGTACCGCTAATCACCCAGACGACGACAACAACAACCTTACGGTGTCATATTTCCCCCGACCCATTTGGCGAATTATTTGCGCGTACTTGCTGCAATGGGACGATCCTATTCTTCCGGGAAAGACTCGCGATGCTACACGCTACCGTAATGATTCGACAGCGGACATTCACCGTGCAATCACAAAGGAGTCTGAGACTGCACGTAAAGTGCACGCGCAACGGCAAGCAAGGTTTCTTGGCACACTTGACCCTACGAGGGATGACCTGGTACATAGGTGCATGTATGGCGCCACGGATGTCTACCTGCTGCGCGTGGCGCTCGCCAGTACGCAGTGTAACGTATTCTCGGACGTTAAATTTTGGTCGATGGCGTCACACGGCAAAGAGAGCACCTACGAGGGCGCTGCATCACGTGCACCATTCGCCATTTCCGATACGCATTATATGTTGCAGGCGTGTGTGGTACAACAGAACCCCTTTTTCCTGCGTTATGTTCTCGCGCACTGGAACGATGATGATAACAGGAACACTTTATCGAGCATCTGGCTCACTGCGATGCGAAACTTTACATTTGCATTGCGCATCGGCGACGTGGACTCGGCGCATGCGTTAACGGACATTATTGCACGCACATACAAGAAACAAAACTGGGCTCAACAGTGTTGGGTACATTTGCTACCTCCCACCATCCTGATGACCGAGCACATGTGTCCGAATTGTGCTCTTGTTTTTTGCAAGTACCTCAAGTTCAAGATGACCAAGACGATTGTGAGCAAGTTACGATCGTTGGGTCGCAATGGTCACGTCGCCATGTTGCAGAATGCGCAAGACTTGGTCGATGCTCGCAAATAATAAAAGTCGTATTCATCGTAGCCATGTTGCACGTCAATGAATCGAGACCTCGCTGCATATATATATATATATATGTATATGGCTTTACACAGGAAAAATAGGCCACGTGTGTGATAATAGAAAAGTAACTGTATATTACAACGCTGGAGCACCCCACTCGTGCATGCACATGTCTACAATGTGCGGTTGACCTGCCGCTCTGGCAGCCATCATCACAGCCATCACAGCGTGTGGATGTGTGACACCCCACTCGTCGTGACACAGGCGTACAATGGACGCATGGCCTCCACGTGCCGCGCAGACCATGGCACGGCAGGCATCGAACGCACACCATGTACCGTGAAGGTACCGCACAAGCGACTCATGACCTTGCCCCGCAGCGCGTGCCATCGCCCTATTTACATTCTCCGCTCCCCACCCCTTCAAAAATGACTCGACTAAAACTTGATCTCCGCATGCGGCTGCTTCCGCAAGGCCGTCGTCCATGTTCTGCGCACCCCATTTCTCCACACAACGATAAACAATGTCCCAATGACCGCCAGATACTGCTTCGACGAGAGCATCTTCGACTTTTGCACCGTATTCGCGAGCGCACATTTTCACAATATAACGATGACCCATCCACGCTGCGGCTGCTGCGGCCCAGTTCACATCCGTGGCAAACTTTGCGTCCAATAGTACTCGTATGGCATGTTCGTGTCCTCCATGTGCAGCAAACACGAGCATTGTATTGCGCCGCTCCAGTGACCAATCTCGCTCACTGGCGCGGCGTGCGCGAATCCAAAGTACTAATTCCGCAGTGCCGCCGTATTGTAGGATCGATTCCAAGGAGGTACAGGGGTACGGAGCAGACGACTCGTCCTTCTCAATCAGACCAAACCGCGCCAATAAAGGAGTCAAGTATTCGTACACGCACTGCCCACACACAAACTCGCGCCAGCCCTTGCACGCCAACCCCGTTAACGGTGTATGTGAGTGTGCGTAGGTTGACAGAATAAGTCGTTGCACATCCCACGGCAACACGACATTCATTAGTGATTACTCTACCAGTAGACGTATCGTGTCGGATCTGCACATGTAAGACGGATACTACATCAATATAGGAATCGGCATGAAAACAATATGAACAACTCGAGATATGAACGTTATCAACATGAAAAAAAGAGAGGTATCACCCTCAATGGATGTCATGGCGTACGTACACTTTGGAACAGAGAGAATGTTTCCAGTACACATGTACATACTACTACTACTATATGTGACTTGGTCGTGTGTATACTTACACATGGTTCCGTGACGCACACTTTGATAATTTGTAACAAAACTCGAGTGTTACATTGTGGTGATAACCAAGCGTCGTGACACAAGGTGTGTTTACCTGTGTATGTACACACAAAGGACATTGCACTCGTCTGTGTTCTTGCTTCTTTTGTCGTAACATAACCATGGCAGAATTCGTTCTCCCATCGTGGCTGCTGGCGATTCTCGTCGGTATTATTGTTGTCTGGCTTGTCAGTGTATTAATGTCGAGTGGCGTTGCAGGCGCCGCGTCCGTTGCACTGAATGCCCTCATTTTGTTCGTGATTGGCTACTTTACACTGTGGCTGGTGCAGAAATTGACTACGAATGCGTGATTCATTCGTAAACAGTCTGAATAGGACATAATAACTGTACATGCAGAAATATATATATACACATAGATATGCGCGCGTATATTTATTTAGATACATTCATACTCATTCAGGATTAAAACGGAACAGTTCTTCGAGCGGCAGTGTGGTGACAAACCCCGCTGCGGCGCGATGACCACCCCCGCCAAACTGCGTGGCGAGAGCAGACACGTCCACCGTGCCGGCGGATCGCAAGGAGACCTTGTATGGAAGAACCTGTTCCACGGTGGCGCGTACCGGATCTTCTGCAGCGAGACCATCTTGTGGTGTTGTGGCCATCGCCGCGTCGCTCCCTGCAAGGTCGACAAAGGTCCCCATGCATGTTGGCACAGTGGTAGTGTTCGTGCGATTGCTGCTCGTACTATTTACAGTGACAGTGGTCGTGGGTCGGCGTGCGGGTACGATGGCGGCCGCACCGTACATCTCGCTCACGGCAGCCCCAATGTCCGATACGAGTGCAAACGACTCGACCTCAACGACGCCAACGCCGACGCCACACAATGTGGCAACGCGCGCAGTGTTGGCTACACGGGTCACAATAGCCTTGTTTTTCAGTAGTAGGGAATAGCCATGCGAAATGGCGTCGAGCACACGAAAAGGTTCGAGGTAGTACTCCCAAAAGGTTTGGATCGCTTGCGGTGTGACGTCGGGATCATAGAACCACGCCGCAAACGCCTCCACAATCGGGTCGATCTGCCAGAGGTCGCGCTTTTGCACCATTTGGAGAACCAGTGGGAGGGGCTTTCCTGTTGCTCCATGGAAATAGTCCCATGCAAGTCCGCACCCCGATCGAGACATATCGAAGAAACAACCCGGTGCGTCGCGCAAGAATTGCATGTTCGACATGTGATGGTCGAGCACCATGAGGCGCGACGCAGCCACTTCCAACAGTGTCCATTGTAACTCGTTGGCGGGCGCACAATCCAAAAAGACAACATTCTTGCCGTGCACAGCATGAAGCAGTGCGTCCACCTGAGCTTGAACAGCATCAGGCAATGTGGAAGAGGAGACGGCCTCGCTTTGAGCACCACTATCACTGTCGGGATTCTGTGTCGTCGGTGCCGTCTTCCACTGAGACATGACTTCGTTGGACCACCGCATTAGGTCGATCGATCTACTGAACAACTGCGCGGCAAATGCAGCACCACGTCCGTCTGAACACGGATCGTGATATACGCACAGATGGACATCTTGTGGTGCCAAGAACGCACGTGCCCGCTCGACTAGTCGTTGCGGCACTTCATTCCCGGTATGCTGCTGTTCAGACATAGATTTATTACTGTGCACGCGTGTGTGGGTGGGTGTCCTGTAGTATGGTATGTAGATGTTCTCGTCAGAAACGCGCGGGAGTTTGAAACACACATATATACGTACACACAAGCAAGGGGTATCTTACATGCATAACTCGAGTGGATGTTTTTCTCGAGACATGTAATCGTCCCATATTTGTAACAGAGTATATCTCTATGTGTGTAGGTTCATTGTCATGTACACAGCAAAACATCCTTGAACACACACACAACCTCATATATTCAGGGTGTGAGAAATCTCGAGACATGATTTTCTCGGGATTTATGTAAACTCGAGTTATCTACATATGGTTCGAAGACATTAGTACTACCATACCACTTCATAACACCACCTGACCTGACAATAGCAACTTGCGTTCACATATGTACACCTCGATGTCGTCCCACACCACACCCTGCGCGACAAAGCATGATTTGGGCGACCCTGCCGTGCGCGGTCGTATTATGGAACTCATTGATCAACGCACACAGTACCGCCGAAAGAGCCACCGCTCTCTGATGGGCCTGTTGCCGCGGTCGGCGAAACAACAGCGGGCCTGTAATCAGTTACGCTCCGTCGAGCACGATTTGTGGGTGAACTACTTTGGCGTTTCGACGCAAGACTTTTTGACAGGCATTGCCCCACTGTCCTTTTTGGAACGCTCCCGGTGGATCCGCCAGCACTTTCCAGTCTTTGCTACCATGTACAATGACCGCGTCTTGTACCGATCGATTTCATAAACACTGTATCTCTATATGTATCATTTCTCTCTCTGTGTGTGTAGTACTTTATTCTTGTCTCGTCCAACAGAGATGCATCAATTTCGTTGTACTGCATGTTGGCGTGCGTTCTTTGCACGAATGACAATGGCCTTGTTGCTGTCACCGTTCCATTCTACCACCACTTCTCTGGGGAGATTCTCTCTTAGTTGCTGCATAATAAATTGACCCTTGTCCGGTGCCTTGTGCAGCGTGTGGCTCAAACAGAGATCGTCGCGTCCCGCATGGCGCCCTTGTCCGAGAATAAAAGGTCGCAGTGTTTGAGTATCCTTGTTCAGACGCATTTCGAATTCAATGAAAGGGAGCGCATTCTCAGCCTCTGTTTGGTGTTTTTCAATGTCGCTAATCAGGTTTCCTGCATAGTCGGCCCAACCCCATCGTTGCTGTTCGCTGGCGATGGGTTGAACGATATGGTAGATGAGCGCTTTCCCTGCCAGAGCACGATCCAACGTATGCTGAAAAGCAAATATAATTTGCTTCTCCACGTCTGTCAAATCGCGCTGCCACGTTTGCCAATCCTCCTGGTCGAGTGGAATCGGCGGTTCTTCCACCAACATGGCACATGTTAGCAGTCCTTTCTTTTGATCTTCGGGGTAACCTGGATACCGTCTATTGGCCATGACGAAGATATGCGGGAACGCCGACTATCTGTGTTTCTACAAATAATATGCGTACATGCAATGACCTGCCATACGGCACAAAGCGGGACATTTGATGTGCATTTTGAACGAAAAAGACGCGCCGACGCAAGTTTCTCTCGCTCATGTGGTTGAAAGGCGACGCCACCGTGCAGCATTGTCTGTTTCGCGCAAGCGGCGCGCATGACGCAGACACCACGACGTCCACACCGCAATCAAGCCAATGATAAAACAGCCGAATAAGACTCCAAAAACCAAAGTCACCGTGACGGTTCGGTGAGCCGCTAACCATGAGGATCGGCTGCGCATAAATATGCTGTGTGTTGCAGTCGCGATCATTTCATGCAACAGGTGGAATCCCACCAGACATATTTCGATTAAGATTGCGGCCAGGAGATCTTCAACCGAATGAATGGGAGGGTCGTAAGATCCCAGAGCGAATATGTGACCGAGAAGAACACCGGTAAAGATAAGGGCAAAGATGAGAGATCCCCGAATGAAAACGTCGTACGCGAGTGTGCGATGCCATGTTGACGCGAGGACCAAGCGCGCCTGGTGCGCCCATGACCGCTTGTACTGCCTATCGGCACAATCCGTTTCGCGGTAGCGCTTGTATTCATGCCCCCACTCCGACACTGTGTTGCCTTTCATACCAGCCACGCGTTCGTCACAAACAACGTCGCTCTTTGCCTCTGAATTGTTCGTTGTGATCGTGGACGAGGATTCAACAAAGTGCTTCAAACGGAGGCGGCGCCACAGCGCTTCGTCGCATAGAATGACGCGTCGCAGCCGCTGATTTGCAGTAGCATACGTGATGATGGAAGAGACAGGCAACTTTGATGTAATCTCCCGGACAAGATCTGTCGGCAAAAAGGTTTCACGCTGCACATCGTTCTCATTTGTGTCCTTGTCATCAACGACAATGTCCGACATTTATTGTGTGTGAAGAAAGCTCGGAATGGTTTTGTTCTTTTTACCCAGTGTGCGTGGTCGTTCTCTCTCCGTCCAAGATGTATGTGGGGTAAATACACCGAATTCCTACGCAAGATGTTTACTATATTCCATGCGTTCGCTTTTTTTCGTGTGTGAGTGTGCGTATGTCCTACTACTGGCGACGAGATTTGGAGCACGTCGTTTTCTAGTCTGATTCTATAGTGTTAATGTGATAGAATTTCCCCCTTGCCCACAACCAGTATGTACAGAGGGTAACTATAAATATAAGTCTCTATGGGTGGGATTGTTTTCTCGAGAATAGAGCACTCGAGATGTTTGGTTCATAGTCACCCATCAACTATGGATACACATCCTTTTCTCGGGTATCTTAATAATATATACCTGAACACACACCTCATCGTAAGTGTACAAGTAACTTGCCGTGTGTACGTCATGACTGAGGAGAAGATGTGGTTTCTAACTCGAACAAAAAATATTTGACACAACTCGAGTTGTCTATCTTACTGGTATGATCTCCTTTGTGGGTTAGACCATGCCGTCTCGCGACTTTTGGAAGCTTTTTCGTCAATTGCCTGTGGATATTCGACGGTCCACAAGGGCATCCTATGCATTGTTTCGTTTGAATCCCGCACATCCCGGTTTGAAATTGGAGCGTCTTCGGGCGCACCCAAGTTTATGGTCTGTGCGCGTCTCGCAGTGCTACCGCGCCGTAGCATTTCGGACTATCAAGGATAGCACTCCGCACTATGAGTGGATTTGGGTTGGGACGCATGCTCAGTTCAACCAAAAGTTTCCTTATTAGCAGTCATTCGTAAAAGACAGTCTATAAGTCGTTGGTGGCGACTCGAGTTTGTAAATTTGTTGTAAAAAGTGTGTTGTATATACATATAGATGATAGTGTCTTGAAACAGTGCCTAATTATACGCGAGTCTGTTTGTTGATTTGTCTTTCGTCGTATCTTTGGTGGTTCCGTATGCCACGCGCGTAAGGACTCTTGTGTGTGTGGATTTATGCACACGTTAGCAAAGGTAGGGTCGGCCGGGGCGCTGATCTGTGGCGGCGTGCTGCTTGGCTGTGGATACGGATTCAATTTGACCGTGCTTATTGTTGTCGGTTGGTGCTTGATCACCGTTCTTGTTTTTGGTGTCATGATAGGATTCTTTGTCGGGGTTGTCTTGCATATTCGACACGCACTCGGACCTCATGGTGACGATAGTTTGCATGCCCCGGCCACGGCCCCAACACCTTAGGTTGCAGAAAGAATATTAACAAAGCAGATTGTGACAAAATGTACAATATACATATCCTTCTGTATCTCTCTGCGATATGTTTTACACACACCATCATACACACACACACACAGTTAACTCGGAACGCGCACACGATTGCGCCCACCCATCGTCCAACCGTCGCATTGATGTGTTAGTAGAAAATGAAAGGATTGACGCAAATCGGTGCAAAGCGATTCTGTAACAGCCAACACGTCCGCTGTGCCTTCACCGTACGTGTGGGACCGGTAGTATGTATAGCCACACTGATGCAACAGGTGCGTCAACTGCTCCATATCGTGATCAATAAGCGTTGTCACAAGTACACTCGTATGCTGCTGAGATAATGATAGTAACGGACGAACGCGTTGTGTGGCGAGCGCAGTACACACCGGGTCCGGATCAGCAGTGTTGCTTGCTTCGTGTGGATGTTGTCGCTGATGGTCCATCATAATGTCTATCAACAAACGCACGTGCCGCGAGATATGATGATGATCGTGTGATGATGATGTCCATGACGTAGCAACAGCAGCAGTACCATCAGTATCCGGAGAGGCGGCGATGGCCCTGCTCGTGGCAATGGCGGTCCGAAATAATTGCCTGTGTGTGCTAAGCGGACGCAGTGCGGCCTCCGTCTCTGGTGTGGTGCTACTGCTGCCGCACATACAGACGACAGCAGGCGCGGCAGTGTTGTAATAGTGCACGACGACGACCATCCACCATAACAGGGCCGCCGTAAGGAACACGCCGCGAACTAACACGGATCCGTCGTAAGGCCGCCTTGCGACTGCTATCAAATGTCGGCAAAGAGAGAATGATAACAGAGTGTCCTTAAGCCGCGTCAAACGAATCTTCACATCCTCCATGAATGGAGGCAGGTTTTCGCCATGTGTCGCCGCCGCCTCCGCAGCGGTACTCCTACCACCATCATTTCGTCTATTTTCTGTAGCAGCAGTAGCAGGTTGGAAGATAGCATCCTGGTGCTGTTGATACTGACTTGTAGGAGTGCCAAAGAAAGCCTGTGGTGGTGCTGGTTGCGCAAAGGAGGATTGCCGCCGTGGCAAAGGCGCCGGCGCAGGAGCGGCACCACCAAACGGGTTATTATTTCTCGCGTGTGGGGAAGAGTGATGCCACATGATGAATTAACCGATTGAAATAAATGTACTCGTGTGTTTATTACGGTTGGCGAGACACACATCTAAACAATCTCGAGATTATTTGCGGGCATGATCTCGAACCTGCGGTTGCCGCACCGGCCTCTCTTACATTGTCAACACAGGAACCAATATATAAGAAGCCGAGTAGAAGCATATATTTGATGCTGGCATTGGCAATCAAGCAAGAAGCGGAAGGTGCTGCGGCGATGGCGCTCGATACTACTGCGACGACAAGCGATGACGAGGTCCTGACGCGCAGTTTGACGATGAAACAGGTGGGCACTGCTTACCGATTGTGTTGGCATATTCCAGCGCATCGACACGTGTCGATTAGTGAGGGCAGTTGCGACCCGCGAGTTGCCAACTTTTTGGTTGCTTTGAAGCATGCATGTCCTGGTACAGTGACGCACATTGATATTCTTCTGGATGGGTTCACATGGCCGCCGGAAAAGGACGTGTTGCGCGTCGAGACGCTGACGTTGCCAGGTATTGGTGACATGACCGAGTTGGACCCGGAGTCAAACGAGTTTGAGGAAGGGTTACGGTCGATTGCTGGCACCGTCGATTGGCACTCTGGCTGGCGACATGGCTGCCAGTATCGTACGATCACGCCTCTGTTTCATGAGGCCATTTGGCCGCATGTGCCATACTTAGAGCGGGTTAATATTCGTCTACGAGGCCTTGGAGATCGCAAATTGATGGAACTTGGAGGTCCTTACACCTCATACTGTTTGAATGAGAACGCGTATGTGGCCAACTTGACTGCGGTCGGCAACGACTTGAAGCGCTTGGATCTGGTGGTTCGCCCTTTGCTTTATCGAATGACAGCGACGCCCGAGTTGATGCGCGCGTATCATTCCGACCGCCGGATCAATATAGTCATGGATGTCCTGTGCCCGATCACCTTATCCATCCCCGCACGCTTGTGCAATCAACGCGCCCTTAGTTTGTAGTCATATCGTTGTTATTGCACGCACATATATACTCTGTTGTTACATGCAAGATACTGTTTCAATAGGCATTTGTTTTGGAACGGTTTTATTATTCACAAACGCTTTCCGGCCGCCAGTGTCCGTTGGACTTCCACGTGAGTAGCAATTGTACGACCGGTTCGGAGGGTCCATGCATTTTTATGACCGCTTCAATGGCGCGACCACCTTCTACTCTGCCATTCCATACATCGAAAAGATATTTCAGTATAGAGGGCTGGTTGTGCACCGCTGCGAGAAACATTGCGTCGTTAATCGTGGCAGTGTCGGCGCCCCATTTTTCAAGACACAGTCGCACAACGTGGTCCTGTCCGCCAAGAGTAGCAGCATTTAGTGCACCCACAACGTCCGTTGCGCCCCACTCATCCTTGCAGATGCAGACGAGGCGGTCGTAACCTCCCTTTGCGGCACTCCGCATCGCCCAATCAACATCTGTTATATTCCATGTGTCGTGTATCTTACGCACAAGTTCCTCATGACCACCACGGGCTGCGTCTGCCATCGCATAGTTAACCCCTCCGTCGCCCCATTCTTCGCAACACAGACGCACAATAGGCTCATGTCCGCCGCGGGCTGCAGCACACATGGTGTGGAATATTGCAGATGGATACATATCCCCTTTTTCCTGCAGTTTTTTGTGATATGAACGCACGAGTGCTTCATGTCCGCCGCGGGCTGCACTCCACATCACAGCGTCATAGCGCATCGGCACTTCGCCCATGTGCTCCTCTGCGTGCATCATTGCGAGCACATTCAAACGGTTCTCGCGGGCGGCCGCACACATCCACGCTTCCCTCAACTCTCGCGATGCTCGTTGGTTGCGCATTGATATAATCCATGATAGCAGTCCCACATTTCCATCTCGTGCAACGTGTCGCGAATTCACGCGGCGGGTCTCTGTAAGGTGCCGTGTGTGTTGCTCAAATAACCATATTGTCCACTTTTTGCAAGCTAATCTCGAAAGAAAAATGTACTCCCCCAGATAGGCTCTCAAAACTTGTTGTTGAACATCCTCCACAAGTGCGTCCATGTATATACATACAGAGAGAATGTTGTGCGTGGAAGCAAATACACGCACAACAATGTATATATACGTAGTACATGATGCCATGCCACCCAAATTCGAGTTGTCTGCGATGCAGTGGTACTCGAGAAGAGAGACTCGAGACACGTTCGTCCGTATATTCACTGCGCTCGATCATACTTTGTTAGTAGTTTTTTTTCCGTACAACCTGCAAACATGGCATCATCCTTGTCGTCCTTTTTCGGGTACTCTGACTCTGATGAGTTGCTCCTTGATTCTGTGCGAACCATTTTGGAAAGCATGACAAACAAGAAGGAGCAGCCGTCCGGATCTCCATTGTTAGAAACAACACCACTTGATGCGTGGTCGTTCTTGGAACGCATGAAGAAGATGGAGGAGCAGCCGTCCACGTCTTCTTCAGGCGAAGCACCACGTGAGTTTCAAAACGTGTGGTCACTTTTGAAGAATGCGCGCAACACCAAGGAGCAGTCGTCCACATTGCCCTCTTCAGCAATTGCCGCAGCGGGCATTCTCGTTCTGCTTGAACTTGCGAAGGCATCCGCAACTCGCGAGAGTGAACGTGCCAAGGCGTCGCCTTCCACACCCGTTCCCAGCGCAAAAGCAGAAACGTCAGTGTCTTCCCCTGCTCCTGTGGATAACAGCACTCCACTGAAGGAGGATATTTCTCCTGTTGTCAGCGGCAATGCCGTCATCGGAAAGGAAATGCCTCCTTCCCCCTCGTCTGTTGTCAGCGGTGATACCGTCGTCGAAAAGGAAGCGTCTCCTCGCTCCCTTGCTGTTGTGGAGGAAACTCCCCGTGCAAAGGAGAAGCAAGATAATGATGATGGTGAGGCCGATTCGACCGTTAGCCACGACGTATCCACCCGTCCGTCTGACATTACGCGCGCGCGTTGGTGTGGCTTGCGAGTCGCCGAGTGGCATCAGAAGAGATTGGCGTTGTTGAAGGACTGGTTGCGCGCCACTGTTGTCAACTATTTGATCCACCAGATTGACAATGCCGTTGCCCGCGGTGAAACCCTTGTGGAATTCGACATGTGTGATGATGTGGACGATCCCGACCGCAATTGGGTCTCTGTCTCTGAATTTGGCCAAAATTTGCAGGAGTATGTGAAGGACAAATTGTGCCATGAAATCAAGGATGCGTCCGTCTACGCAGAGTACGGTCCCGACAGTGCCATGTTTGCTGCGCCCTCACGCAGCGACAGGAAGTGTTACACTGATTTGGTGGAGCACCTCAAATCCCTGCTGGAGGCCCCCGAGTATGGCTTTGCGGTCAGAAAGGCTGTGTCCAGTAACGCCGTGTTCATTTCGTGGTTCTTTTCTGATTTGTAAGCCACATTGTCACCAACGACCTATTCATTACATATGATATCTTGTACACACACCCCAGTAACATATGCATATATTGCCTGTGAGAAAAGATTCACTCCATATGCGTCATGTACTGCGAACACAGAGCAACAAAGTTCTCATGGTGGCGTTCCTTTGCGATGTTGAACGCCATAGCGAAATGAATATACGATGCACCATCGAGTTGTGCACACACGGGTAGCAAATGTGCATGTCCACGTGTGGCTCCTGAGATAAGGGGACCACCATGTTCTCGCGCCCATACGCGTTTGCGAAACTCCTCGGTACTCGCTGCACTTCCTCTAATGATGTGGTTTTGTTGTTGCATAATCCACGCGTCAATCTCACGAACTACGTCCTCACTACCGCTCCAGCCGGACGCACATGCGAGACGACTTATTGTGTCAGTGTCAAAACATGCACTGTCTACGCAGATCCACGAAATGCATGTGCGCACGTGTTCTATGTGCCCCGCTTCCACACACGCAATCAGTACGAGCAATAAAGCATACTGATTCCATGAGGACAAAGGCCGATTTGCCGTACCGTGGACCCACTGCACCAAGGGAAAGTGACCCTCGTGTGCAATACGCACAAGAGATCCTTTCGTTTGATGATTTGTGAATTCCGACCAATCGCGGCAAACGAGACGGAGTACGGGAGCGTAGGCACGACAATACGGGAACACATAACCGTGCCAAATGTCTGCGTACATATTCACCAACGACACAACAACAATCAATCCCTTGATGCTCTTTCGTGTGTATGTATATAGAGAAAATCCAGAGATAACGTTTCACAAAATTACATTACAACTGAGACAATGTGTCACGACGGGAATAGATAGACGAGAGCACGATCGAGTCCACGAACACACGTTGAAAAATCATACGTGGACTCATAGCGAGTCATTGATGCATCACCAGCACGTAACAGTTCAACTCCATTGTAGTAATTGGGTTCTTCTCTGCTCATGGATGGGTGGTCGGCAAATTCAACACCACCATAGTTTTCATAGAGTGGAAAGACAGTATCCAGTAGGCTATCCCAATCGTACGCCGTCAAACCACTATGTTTCCAATCATTGACGGTGTTGCGAGCAACCGCAAAACCAACACGTCCAACCCATCGTCGAGCAAACCAAATCCAATAGCGTCCAGGCCACGCCGTACGTCCGGCAGGCGCGTGACCAGGTTTCAAGTCACCACGGACGTGTTCAACCCACGCCATCGACACTGTGTGTGTCTCTCTATACACAGCCAGTGGGCAACAACATTTTCTCTCACTTGTCTCTCGAGTATGTCGCGGGTGGCTCGAGTAAATAACCTCACGTATATACTACATACAACAACGCTAGTAATGCTACGCTTTTGCACACATCAACTATAATATTATTGCAGCACCGTCATTCCCTCGTGGCTAAAAAGGCAGTGTAGATGGGATTTGTCTTTAATTGTGTGACGACATGGGCCTCCCCGTCTTGCTCCAGTGCCGAAACGAACCGATCAAAGTCAAGGCGGCCGTTGCGAACGGCCTTAATCACATAGTGAGCAAAATCAAGTATATCAAAATCCACATACCTCAAATTGTTTAACAGGTCCACCGCAATCCATTCTAGTGACCGCGTCATATGGGGTCGGTGGAGAACTTCTACAACACCACGCACAGGCGAACGGAACGAAGCGTGCTGTGTGGCAACGGTTTGGTCGCGCACATAAATCCAGGTTCTGAAAGACCAGAATGTTGTTAGTGGGAAATGAAGTTGTTGCCATAGAATGGGACCACCAACCATGAATGGTGTATCGCCCAAGCGGTCGCGCAAATAATCGCAAAATGATGGAACCTTTGCTGCAGCCATACTCGTGTATGTACGTGTGTTCTGCTTCCCTCATGAGTGCGGCAAGTACCCAATGACACGTTCACATTTCAAGTCTTACTAATAATTTGGGGGAGTAAAGTAACTAGGACGACTCGAGTTTGTGTTCACGAGACACGGTTGGAGCAATTTTTTTCTACTGCCGTTTTACTCTTTCTGCTGATCTAACCACATCATAGTGACCATGTCAGACAATAGCGTGGACGTCTACGTCTGTGCGGAAGAACCAGAGTGGACACGCGTCGCGCCAGAGTTAGCCGCACGATGTATCTTTGTGCAGGACGAAGTGGGTGCTCTCAAAACACTACGGATACCGGTGCCTCCGGACAGTGCCCTGAAGTGGCTTGTAACACGGCGGGCGGTGTCACCTGTACCAAAAGCATTTTTTGTTTCGTACGAGACGAGCATGTGCACAAACTCTCCGCCCAGAAAATCAACATCTGCAATGACACAACCTGCGGATGAAATTTCTGATGATGGTGATGGTAGTTTGCGGTTTGTGACAACCACGTTGGACATTATCCGCCTATAACAGCACCCGCAACGTCACATATTGTTTATTCTCCTTTTTGTGAATGAAGAAGGTCATACATATAAACTCTCTCTCTTTCATAATAATCTGCCATCTCTTGACGTGCATATTTCCCCGCCAGAGCCAAACGCTCAATAATCTTACGGGGCGGAGCTTCGTTGGAGGTGCTACAGGAAGTACACACACCCATCTCTATGTATTGATTTCGTATCTATGTCGCCGCAAGAGACAAAGACGTACTCGCAGACACAGAGAATTGTTATTTATTTTTACAACTCGAGGTGTTGATGTGTATGATTTACACATTCGGTTGTCGCTGTTGTTCCTGGTACTGGCGCAGGCGTTTCTGAACATGTTTGACGGCAAAAACAACACCTATAACAGAGGCCCACGACAAGACCACGACAAGGACTTCTGGGAGGACCCACACGAACCCCATGAGGGCAGGGGTCTTCTCTTGCGGGTCATACCCGGGCAACACGCCAACCTGCATCAAGTGCATGTTCAGCGCAATCAAGCCCCACAGCGCCAGAACAGCAATAGTGATGACCATAAACCCAAGAAGATACTTTGCACATGCAGTTTCTCGCAGTGCACACCAGAACACACTGCATCGCGTAGAGCAGCAACTTCCTGTTCCTGTTTCTCCGAGTCGTACTGTTGTATTTGGCGGATGTTGAATAACCAACGGAATGTTCTCGTCGTCCTTAGCGGCAGGGACGTCATCTGAAGCACCCAGACGCGCGTACATTCTACGACAACAAAATAGTGTGCGTAGACACCGAGTGGCCAAGCGTGCGTAGAGTTGTTTGCTGGACGCACGCACAAACCTAAGAGTGAACTCTTTATGTTATATATCCGCGACGCGAATCCCTGGCACTGTGCAACAACCGAGTAAAACGTTTGCTTCTCGAGTAAGAAATAACGTATCAGTGGTGCGATGCATAAGTATAATATATATACATATACACGATTTTTTCTTTCCCTGTCTTGCAGTTACAAGCGGTGATTTTGTAACATCATGGGCTGGGCGGGTCGCGTAGAATCGCGTCGCAACTTGACATCGGGATTCGCCCAGTTGATTTCGTTCGCTGGGTGAATGGCCGGCGAGTAGAGGACGGTGAACTGCAACATATCCACGTCGGATGTGTTGACAATATCGTGCTGCGTACCTGCGTCGATAACAACGGCCATACCGGGGTAGATATCCCACTGCTGTCCATTTAGAATCGCGACACCTTCTCCTGACTGAACGTAGACGACCTGTGTGTTCTGAGGATGCACCTCCATTCCGATGCGTTCGTTCGGCCACAAGGTCATCACGACAACCTGCATTTGGGCATTGTGTGTGGTGTAGAGTACTTTGCGAAAGTGGAAATTGCTGTTTGCCACATTGTCCAAGTCAATGACGGCCGACATTTTTTTGCACTACGAATATATGTGCTGATGATGGTTCAGAGTCGCGGTTGGTGAGTAGTATATGTGATTTACACACGCCTTTGTAATGAGAAAGGGTGTGCTTGCTTTTGTGTTCTGGCACTGGAATATAATTAGACTTCCCAAACGAAATGGATCTTATTTTGTATATTTTTATTTTTCCTTTCTTTTGTAACGTGATCGCTTCGTTGGGCTTGCTATATAATATAACAACAAGTACATACACATATATTCTCTGTTACGCATATTGGACATGTCCACACCCGTCGTCGCTACTACTGATGCCGTAGCAGAACCGAAACGACGCACCGGTGGGTACAACATTCTTGTGTTCGCCGTCTCTGCAAACGCATGGACTGAACATGCACAGGAACTAGAGCAGCATGATATTACACTCAATCTGAGTGCAGGCGTGTTGCTGGACGTGACTATCCATTCCCGTCAAGATGAAGAGTGGCTGCGCAAGCAACCTTGGATTCAACCTACGTCAGATCCCCACTTTGACGGAAAGCCTTTCGTGGTGGCAGACATGGAGACTTTTGACGAGTCGTGCTAAGCATCAAAAGGCATTTCTATCGCCCGCTAATGTAACAATTCGTAAGTGTAAGAGAAAATACGTTTGTATTTTTGCGCAACAATAGGGACAGTGCCTACTGACGGGTCAATCCGTATATACATGTATATATATACACACGTAACATACACGAACACATGGCATTAATCTTCAAGATTCCAGGGGCAATTGCGCCAATTCTCCTCGTCTTCCTCCGCAGTAAAGTCACTGACAATGCCACACCGCTCGCGGAGATCTTGCAGACTAGTGGCCTGCTTAATGTTAAACTCGGCGATCCACTTGCACAAAATGTGCATCATGTAGGGGTAGTCCAAAAAGTTGACCGCGTTCGCCACGTGGTACAACAAGAGACCCTTGGTCGTGTCCACCTCTGCCGCCGTCTGACCAAAGGGTACGTACGTCGTATCGGCCTTGAGGCGGTGGCCAAAGTCAATGTCCCACTGAGGCAAATCGTTCGTCACCATGTACTGTACCTTGCCGGGCTTGTTCTTCTTGGGCTTCTTGGGAGGAGGTGCGTTGGGGTCCGGATACACGTCGTTGGGGTGCTGCTTCATAAACTCAAGGATGGCTCGGAAACACGTGGCATCCACGTTGGGAATGGGTACAAAATCCAGTTCTTCACCACCGTCCTGCAAATCTTCCAGAGTATTGGCCAGCGACTTGCACTTTTTCACGTCGCTAAGAGGGACGAGAAATTCGACGCCGTCCGCAGTCAACAACTTGATGATTTGCTCCGGAACAGCCGGCGTTGCGTCGGCAGCAGCAGCAGCAACATCCGACGAAGACGACGATGATGTTGTGGTGGCGACACTAGCGGGCTCAGCAACGGGTGCCGTTGTTGTCGGAGCACAAACATCCATAGCATCCTCCGTGGTGCTGGTGGCGGTGGCAGTGGCAGTAGTAGTGCTGGTGCTGTCAGACATTGATATACGTTGTCTCTCCGTAGTAGTACGACCGGGTAACAAACAAATACAGACTGATGTATGCTCAGTCTTCCAGAGAAAGATACTGTTAGGATCTCGAGATCGTATGTAAGCTCGAGTTGTTCATTGCCCGTGTCTGTGTCTCTACGTGACTACTTTACTCGAGTCTCTCTTTGTGGCGCGGCAATATCGGTGGGGTCGCGGCACGCATATATTTTGTTCATATTGTTTTCGCGCGCAGAACGAATGGAGGCAACCACACTACACGCTGAACTCGCACTGTTGAAGCCTTTGCGTGTGTATGTACAAGCACATTTACATGCGAACAACAGCAATACTACCGACGAAGCCGATGCCAGCGGCGCTGCCACTGATGACGTCTGCACTGGCGAATCTTCTGAGGCTGACAAGAATGATGTGATTGTACAGTACGAGGTGCCCGTCCTGCAGCGACTTGGGGCGTACGGTAACTTGGACGATGGTATCGTCAAACGTCTCCCTGGTGCCTTTCGCAGAAAGGTAAATTTTTGCTATCAGCATCACACGACAGAGAATCCGCCAAAATTCAAGGCACAGTTCTATCGCTTAATTCGGAATCCCGAAACAGACCGCATGATGGAGGTTCTTCTCAAGTCGCCGCTCACGTGCGACAGTTTGCAGGATGGTGATTTGATTCACGCTCGCCTTGTGCCACGCAAAGCAAAGAAGCGTGCCACGACGCCGAAAGGTTGCACGGAGTGTGAACAGCCAGTATAATGACGCGGGGCGTGTTAGGTGTTAATGAAAAAATGTTTGTAGTCGGTAGAGAGCGTTTTTGTACTAAAAGTAAAGAAGAGAATTGTACTTTCAATTCTCATATAATGTCTGCTTCAAAGTCGTACCAAATATCGACACGCGTTGGCGGTCTCTTTGCAATTCCATTGGGTGGTTGCTACACGTGCGGGTATAGTTGGGAGTTACAGTACGATCTCACCGCCATTGGTGACAGGGGTGAATCCACACAATGCCCTGCCGTAGCAGTACCGGGAGCATCATGTGTACATATTCGCCAATTCCGTGCGCTAAAGCCCGGGCAGCACGTCATTCGCGGGTGGTTTTACCGCAAATTTGAAGTCGCGGCAGGTGTTGCCGATAAGGGCCCCGTCACAACGTGGACCATTCATGTACAACCCCGTGCTTAAAGGCGGTGCACGCACACAAATAAAATATAATTATACACGAATGAATCTATCCCTACAGTCTACTTATACATGTCCAGGAGCCCACACTGTATGTGCGGATACACCACCCACATCGCCCAAGGAATCCAGTTCTTGTTGATGTGGTGGCGGTGCTTGTTGTCGGCGCGCCTGGTATGGGAATACACGCCGTCGTAGAGAGGGTACGGCGGCAACAATAACTACGACCAAAACGGTGGCACTAACAATCGTACCGACAGAAACACCAATGACTTGACCTAACGAGAGCGAATTACTCATGTTGTCGCCACTGCTTGGTGCTGTCGTTGTTGCACCATCATCGCAAATAAACGGACTCGTAATGGGATCAAACACCAACATCAAATTGGTGCGACCATCAACACCATGCTGCGGTGCGACTGAGGCAGCGCGGCGACAGTTCGGCCGATCGGGTGTGCGCACCGTCACCGCGTCCAGTGTCGCGTTGGAACACGCCGTCGTGTACGATAAGAGCGAGGCGCCATGAATGGTAGTGTCATTGTCTGTAGTGATCACGATTTGCGCACCGGCCGCGTTTAAGCACCCTCCCACACTCATCAAGGCCGTCGGCGCGGCGGCGATCGTGTTGTTGATAATGGACAAGTGAATCGTGCCTTGCACCGTAGCATTTGACGGAACGATGAGTGGCTGCGCCGACGACGCCGACACTGTCTGATTGTCTGTACGTAGTACACACAGCGAGGTTCCATCACACCCCGTAGTGATATTTGCGCCGCGCCACGCACCATCAACGCACTGCCATTGCGCCGAAGACGAGCCGTCGTCCATTGAGGGTGGCGGTGTCGTGCAGACAGACGGTGGCAGCAGCGCCCCAATCAGACGCGGTATACATGTCGTATCGCAGTACGGCACGCGAACAATGCGTGGTGCACCCGGCAACGCCGACAGAACCATGTCCATTTTGGCAATCTGACTCGTCGAGGTGCCATTCAGAATAGGAATATACGCCGTCGTCACCGCAGCACCACATCCATCAAACAAAGTGATATTGCCGGCACCACCGGCACTCATTCCGTCCGCCGCAAATGCTGTAATGAGCATGTGCGGAAAGGCGGGCTGTATATCAACCGAGGCAGCGGCAAGCGCCATGACGGGCGACGCTGCATTGGCCATGGGTTGCACACATCCTGTACCGCGACGTAAAATAAGACGCCACAAAACCAGATTGTCCATAACTTGCACCGCATCCGCCCCAACGTCAATCATGTATACGACCGTGCCCTGAAACGTATTGCCAATCATGACAAATGAGCGTGCCCCGGTCACACTCATCACCGTCCCCGTAGACAACGGCGCCGCAAACACATTGTTTGTTAACGTGACCGCAAGAACGGCCGGTTGTTGTTGGCCTGGCGTCGGAGGCGTGACATAGATCACAGCGGTGACGACGGACCCGGAGATATCCAGTCGCTGCGTTTGTGTATCCAGAGAAATGCTTGCAGAACTTGTCACTGTGACATCGCGCAGAATAAGATTAGTTGCGTTCGTGGCCACAAATTGGCCTCCCACCACGGTGGATGCCTCGGCAATGGTCAACGAGGTGTTGACAACGGTCACTGCGCTCTGCCACATGGTGGAACCTCCAACAATCTGCGCTAAACCGCGGCTCACTGTCAACGAGACCAACGATACCGCACTCTGCTTGCCGACGCTGAGGTACGATAAGGGAAAATCGGGCGTGCTAGGCGCCGTACCCACCCGTCTCACAGAGAAGGTTGAATTCATAATGTGCAACATGGAGAGTTGCTGCACTTGCAGTGTGCGATAAGTAAAATCCAAAAAAGACCACGTCGAGAGATCCAACCCGACCGAGTCCTCGACCCATAAAACATCCGCGACACCTCCAAAGAAAATTGTTCGAATGGGACACGCGCTGCGTCTAAAGACGATCGCGGTACTAACAGTACCACCCATCTGCTGTACGGGGACACCGCAATCCACACCGCGAATCATATGCAGCCGCAACAAGTCAACGCGATCAAACACCCAGTACGTGTGCGGCGACACGGTGGAATTATCCGACAGTTTCAGTGTTAACGCTGTCGTATTAGTGGTACTACCATTTGTAGACGGCGTCGTCGCAGTACAGTTCATCCACAACTGTGTATACACATAGTCCGTCGTGCTATTGGCGCTAAGCGTAGCGCGGCCGCTGCTGCCGGTTGCCACAATAGAGGGCCAAAGAGCAAACGTAATGTTGGGCAGCATATTTGCGTCCGCAAACACGTCCCCGACAATGTGAGTCTCGGGTGTTAAATAAATTGTATCACCTGGAAAGGCGAGTTGTCGCAGCACATACGACACATCGCGACACGGTGACACAGGAGTACTACAATTCGCCGAATTGCCGGCAGCGGATGCATTCACATACCACGTCGTTGTCGTCGACAAGGCAGAACAAGTTGACGCTGTGCCGGCAAATACTACTACTGCGACTGCTGCGACGGCAATACATAGCCGCAAAAGATGTCTTACAATAATTGTAGTCACCATATCATGTGTGCCTTTACCGAGGTGGTGCTAACTCGAAAATGTCAGTCGCGAAACGTGTACATCTCGAGACAGATGGCGTTATATTATGTTATCGCGCGACAAAACAACACTATATATACATATGTATGTATGTATGTATACATTTTTCATACCCATCCCTTTACTCCGGACTATATATAAGAAAGTGCGCGGCGAAGAGAACACTTCGGCCTCAGTTCATCGGCACCTGTAGGATGGCAAACCAGCCCGAACGAATCATCTTTGCAGACGACTGTGAAAGCCATTACATTGTAACAGGCTACAATGGCGATCCAGATCGCTGGGAGTGTCGACACTTGGTCTACTTTTGGGGAATCGAAAGGTTGATTTGCGAGTTGTGGACCTCCCAACAAATTCGAGCGTGGCACAATGTGCGACAAGTGCCTGTTCCGGAGCATTTTAGTGTACAATAGAACTTGTTCCAATTGGGGCCGGATTTAAGTTGAAAGGTATTGATTGGCCTTAACTTGTGAGGGAGAGGATATAAATGTATCTGGAGATGTACGTAGACATACTTTTACTTACACTCGTAGTGCCACATCTATTCTCTCAACTAGGTGTGTTGCGCGGCGGACTTGCCAAGTCGACCAAGTTGCCGCTCTCGCGGGCGCAATATGTTGGGTTTTTTGCACCCGCCTGAATCGGTCGGCGAAACAGAAGGACGTTTGGTTCGCGCAAGTAGACATGGTAGTGCTGCCATCCCTTGGACATGGTAATGCCAAGCGCGCGCCACTCCTGCTCGGACATGAGGTGCCCTCGATGCAGATACTTTAATAACCGCACAGAGATAATGACATGACGATACTGGTAGACCGCGTCAGAGTAATAGTGTGAATATCGTACATCCTCGCTATCGGTGGCACTACTGCGCTTATTATTCTGTGACAACGTTGCGGATGGAGACGATGATCGTGCAGTAGCAACACGATCGCCCATCGTGGTGAATATGTGATTGTCTCTTTACCAGACTGGCGACACACACACTCTCGTGTTTGCTCTTCTGCTACGGACTGTTTTTTTTCAGTCAGTCATTGTGGGTGTGTGTCTCACTCTCAGATCAAACTGGGTAAGTAAACATTTCTGTTTATGTTAGATATATGATCACTCATACAACACGCGTCACATATTCGCACTGCGTGTACAAGCAAGCAATGGCGCATGCTAACAGGCGTTTGTCTTTGTAACATCCGCACAGTCCGCACCGGGATCAGGATCCGCCGTCTTCACGACCTTGGCCTCAGCAGCAGCATACTTATATTCGATCGCCTCACATACCACCGTTGTAGACTTGACCAACTCGCGCGCCACGTGCACGAAAACACGGCCCAACTGCTGTCGATCCGGATTGCTACAAATGCCAGTGACAACCGAAAGCGTGGACTCAATCCTGCGGTTCAAATTGTCAACCAACTGGCGCAATTGTGTTGCCAGACTCGACAGCGTGTCTCCCGAATACAGCGCTGCATCGGTTGCCTGGTTTAGCAACAAAGACGCCACCAGATGTGTAATGCTAAACACAGAATCTCGCAACGACGATGGTCCCGAAATGGTGGAAAGGTCACCTGCAATAATAACATAGATACTCTGCAGATGAACCATGAGATGGGATCCGCGAATGAGGTTGCACACCTGCACCCACTTGGAGAACTCGATCAACTTGGCGGATTCACTCGTCATCATTGCTGTTGTACTCTGACGCGACGAAACAGGAACAGACGCAATAGACATTATGTACCACCACAGCGGAGACTGACAAACAAAGTGAAATAACGTTTGGTGGAAAGCAGCGGAACATATATGCAACCATTTGACGTACCTCGAGAAACAAGATAACTACTCGAAGAGCGGTATTCTCGAGTCCGTGCCCTTACCCCAATATGTGCATGTTTGCAGAATACCCATATCGACACATTGACCGTACCAGGTGTAAGATGACGTCGACTTTTCATCGTCTTCTGACGTGCGCCGAAGCACAGGAGGCATGGAATCGCGCAACAGATACAGAACATGTACAAAGAACCCTAAATAGAGCAAAGAAGTGGTTACAACCACGCATTGCGTCGGCTATTCTTCAAGGCCGTAGAGTCATATGGGCTCATACACAAGAGCCCAGCATTGAGGCGGACAACATTGACCTGACTACTTTGGTGGACGTGGCCCGGTCGGCAGGGTACCGTGCAGAATGGTCGCCCACAATCGCGGAGATTGCCATATGGGGTTGGGCGCCTAGCGTGTCGGAAGACTGCTTGTTTATGCACGATGAATGACTACCTCTAAATAAATGGCCTTTTTGTACTATTTACATACCTGTGTTTATGTGTGTATCGATCGAAAAGGAAAGATGATGTATTAGCGGGGAAGAATCCATCGCGACGCATCCACTTTGGTCGTCCTAAATAGTTCCGCGCCAAACTCACATGCAACACGGTGCATGAATTCCAAACATTCACAGACCAAAATACTTTGCTGCTCTGTTGACTCGGCGATACAGTCTACAAAAAATGTATCGTGGCAAAGAGTGTCATATTCTGACAAAGAAGTATGTTGCCAACCAATGTCTCGGTCACCTTGGTCCATGATCCACGTTGCGCACACAGCACGATTTGCTTTACAACACACATCAATCAAAAAAGTAAACACATCTGCGCCATTCGAACATATCATTTTATGTATGTGCAGATACACCTGCGTTATCGCTTCTCTACGAGGAGGAACCACAGACAATATACGTTCTGGTGCCAGAACAGAGGTCCCAGGTCATGCGCGTTCCTGCCGTCATAACGGGCTCAAATCCCAGCGCGATCAAATAGTCGGCCGATTCAGCAATCGCACGATTACGACTATGAAACCCTTCATGGACCTCGTACGTGAAAGACGCGGTGACAGGGGACTCACTCGCAACACTGCCAACTTTTTCCTGTTTCGCGACAGGACCGGCACCGGATTCGGATGGTGTTGCCGTGTTGGAGATGCTAGGTAATAAAAGCCCGTCGAGTTGTTTCAAGGACGGCACTCCAGAAACAGCGGCAAAATCGCGGTGCAACTGGTTTGCACGACCACCCGGGTTCTTCATCGAATCGCGATCGCCTGTGTCAACAAACGCGTGCTTCTCCGGGTCCCACGCACAAGGCAAATGGAGTTCGAGTCCATGGACGCGCTTCGCGATAAACAACGCAGCCGCCACGTGGTCGGCAACGGCGGCACCACCTGAGACAAGCGTGACCTTGGCTGGATCCAACCCAAACGCAGTTAGCGCCTCCATGACACGCTCCACCATATCTGCAAATGCAGTTGGTGTCGCACGTCGCATGATAGCAGCATCACGTCCAGCAGTCCCAATCACGGCCACCCGGGTCATATTTGTCGTTGTTGTTGCCATGGCTTCAGTTCACACCCAATGCAATCAATTCTCGTGTCTCAAGTCGCACGTATCGAGCAACAACAGTAATATTTCCGTAGTACGTTCAAAGATGACCCGCATAGTACACATTCAACATGAACTCGAGTATAACACCTACGACAGACGTATATTCAATTTACGGAATTTGATCACCTCCAACCACATGAAGCAGTCCATGGCGTGGGTGTATGTTAACGAACATATACAACTCGAGTTTGGATTATATTTCCATAAAGTGCCCTAACAGTTAATCTCTCTCTGGAGGACCATTCTCGTGTACACGGTGGATGACTACCTATGGTTGTATGATGCAAAAAGTGTACACGCTCCCACACATGGTGTACCAAATCGCCATATAAAAATAACCTAAATAAATATTTGTTTTAATTTGCGGAAAACTCGAGTTGTCATAGTATGAGTACAGCAATGTAAATAGACATGCACATGTCGTCACAGGCGCAGGGGTGTTGCACGTGGTTATTACATGCATATATAGCACTCGAGTTTTGGTAATATACTCTATAACGGGTAATGTGGAGTTAACAATACTATAGTGTCCAAGTTGAAGTGGTGATGGGATCGATGGTTATGTTGCACCGGTGTGTGAGTATGTGTACACTTCCATGGGTATACTGAGGTGTACAAATAGGTGGTACAGTGATACTACATAATATGAATGTGGTAAAAACTCGAGTTGTCATAGTGTGTAATGTGCATCATACCTATGTGTATGGTTTGCGACACTCGAGTTGTGGAGCGAATGTGTACGTCGGGCCCACATCGTTGTCTTGTGATTACTAGTGTCGCCAATCCATGTATATGCGCATGCTACACATTACGCACAAAGTACACCACCAACAGTTTAAATATGGGAGAAGCGCAGCAGACGACGGTTGTCTGTGAAGGTGGTGCAACACGCTTACTGTACGATACGGCACGCTTGCACAGCATTGCGCGAACAAGTGGCGCCGAGAAAAGATGCTCGTTTATGCATCGTCAGTTGTCCGGGGACTTTTTGGAGACACAGTCGAACACGCTTCGCTTTGAAGATTGGTCTGCCGCCGTCGTTCGGTGGTTCTTAGATTGGTTCGTCTACAATCCATCGTCATTGGAACCAAATCCGTCGTATCCGCGCACACCGATACTTACAGCGCAACAGCCAGTATGCAGCGATACGGACGATGATACGCTCTTGGTGTTTTCAGTTCAAGAAGATACACCCGCTGTTCAACGGAAGAGGCGCGCCGCGAAACGCACCACCGACAGGAGCGGTGGCAGTAGTGACGTAAAGCCCGCGGCGATGCCGAAGAGAAAGAAGCACGAGTCTCCTGCGAGTGGGCAGCGCCAAAAGTATACTGCCAAGAGAGTCTCTCTTTACGCCAATATCATGTCATGGCAGGAACAAGACGCTCGTGGCGGCGCATCAGCCGCAACCCCGAGCGCAGATGCAGCCACCACGTTTTCTCCTCCGTTGTGCGATACGAATAATGGTCCCGCCATTTTGTCCATGCTACTTCCCGAGACTGCATCGTGGCATTTGGCGCTCGAACCGCTTGTGCATCGCATCTGCGAATTGCTCTACTTTGTGGACTACGTGCAGTGCGACGCGTTTGAGCACTACTGTGCCTGTCACTTGGCCTGGCTGCCCCTCACGGTCCGACTGGCGTTTATCGGGCGCGCTGAGTTGGATGCGTCGTTGGTGCAGACGTCAACGCTGGCGCGGCAAATGCGTGATCGGTGTGTTGCATCGCTATGTGATGAACGCACAATAGGGTTATTCACGGGCGCCCACTTGTTTGCGAAGCAGTGTCCGGATTTGTTTGTCTCGCCATCCTTTTATTGGCTGTTGTGCGCGACTCGGTACACGTCCATTCTTCGACAGGTTCACCTGATCGGGTACACGTGGACGAACACCACGTTTAGCCATTGGACCCGTGATCGCTTCGAAGAGACGGAAGAATCCATGTCGTTTCTTGAGAAGAAATTGTGTTTACAACAACAACAACCGCCGCTACCACAGTGCACAGCAGAGAACGCAACTGCCTCCTCCAACATTGCCGCGATGCACCGCCTCAATATGGCGCGTTGGCCTCGACCTCAGCACAATTGGGTGTGCCGTCTCAATCAGCGCGCGAGTTTCGATTTTGGGTACGGATTTGGAACGTTGATATTGGATGCATTCAAGGATCCGCAGGACTCACAACTATGGAAAGTTGTGTGCACATCTTCAGTGACGTCGTTTGGATCGGTGCTGAAACCCATTTTCTTACTACAAGGACCGGTGCTTACAATGGCTTCGCACATTGCAGACAACACTGTTTCTGACGGCGTCTCCGTCTCGTTATATAAAGTTCCGACTCCGAACTTTTTTCCCGCACAAGAGGGCATTCCGTTTGTCGTCGCTATTGACCCGCATCCGTCAACCACAGTGACGTTCCCCACGGCGATACATGACGCGGACGTTGCAGCGATCGTTGGGAACAGAATGGAACTCATTCGTTATTTGAGCCACTCGGGCGCTCCGAATCATCGCTATTTGATGCACGCAATTCGCACACACAATCAGGAAGCGATCGAAATTATACAAAGGCTCTTCGGCGAGTGGGCATGGGTCATGAAAAATGGATTCACTATTTGGCAAGATGAAGTGGATCCGTACTTGGTGTTTGACTACTGCCCAGCCAAACTACGAGATGACGCCGTGAAAAGTATACGCGCATACGGCGCGGCGATACAGGACGAGAAAATGATGCGGTTTCCTGATCGTCTGTAAGTGTGGTGTAGTACAGTTATTTGTAAGTGGTAAGACTCGAGATATGCACGTGCAGTTTATCTGGCCGGTTCATGTGTTGTTAGTTAGGTGGTGTCACTTCCTGCGCGACGTATATAATACAGGGTTAGAAGTTTTGATGTGATATGGAGACGCTTGTGTGTGATGTGCAATCACATATTCTTCGCGTGTATGCCATCTCGCACAGTCCACTGACACGTCTGGCGTCAGTACAATGGCGTAAGATTCTGTTATCTTTTTTAGAGCAACGCTACAGGCGCCGAGTAGGCGTCCGTCTCGGGCGTGTAGAAATCAGATTGCGAACTGTGTTTCTGTTGCGGGATCTTGCGCGACATGGTCAAGTGGAACTGATTGAATGGATCCGACGGAGGCGATTCGAACGAAATCGTCCGTTAAGGCTGGGAACGTTGCACACTATCATTCTTGATGCGGCGCGAGGAGGGCACGAGCGCATTATTCGCAACGTGTATGAAAACCCACTGGATGAGCGGTACCTCGCAGATGGCGATACAACGGGGCTTGTATTATATACGGCACGCGAACTGGACTCTTTGCGCATCGCGGCGCATTGTCAAGGGCGTGAAGTGGTGTTCCGCACAGAGTCGCCATCATCCGAAGAGGAGGTGTTGTCAGTGTGGCACCGCAGTTCTCGTGAGTGGTGCAAGAAGAATGAAGAGCAAAGTGGCAGCAAGAAGCTCTACTTTTGTCGTTTTGTTGAACCGTCACAGAAAGACTTTTCATTATTTGATTGGCGTCGGTGGGGTATGGCTGCTGCCGCCCGAGGAGGGCACGTGGCACTGGTGCGCCTCTTCCACACAGAGTGGGGATGTATTTCGGTCGTTGCTGCGAATGATACGGTCGCTGCGGCGGCCCGAGGGGGACATGTGGACATTGTGAACCTATGTCGGGTAGAGTTTGGCGCCACCTGTGATGTTAATACAATAATGAGAAATGCCGCGCGCGGCGGACACGAACAACTGGTGCGCATGTGCATCCACTGGTGGACCGCAACCGACGTTCAAGGGGCCCTGTTTGCTGCAGCACGTGGTGGTCATGTGCAGATTGTTAGATTCTTTCTGTTTGAGTATACATGGACGATTATTGTCAAGGATGCGCGGAAGGCCAGGCGCATTGCCAAGCGTCGTGGCTTTCCGGAAGTTATTGCCGTGTGCGACAAGTATTTAGAGCACCAATATAAGGAGGCATTGCTGTTCGATTCGCGTGACAAGTCGGCGCAAGGTATCGAGAGATAAGTACAGTTCTTTCTTTTGTGTGCGCTGCGTGTGCACTCAAGACTATAAGTATATATGCATGTATGAATGAATGTCTATATTACGAAAAGTGTGGAGAGGAATCTTCTTCCGGAGCGCCTCCAAATGCCGTGAATGATTTGTCGACGGGGTCGCAAAACAACCAACCCCGTGTCCCGTCTGTGCGCCACGATTGTGCACTGTGGTTAGTAAAGTCCGACTCTGGTTGATCGAGAGGTTGACGCATGACACATTTTTCTTGACCTGTCAGTATCATGCGGTGGCACAGTTCCAATGGTTTCAAGGAGAAGGGTGCAAGTTTTAGAATTGTCATATATCCGTCGCGGCGGACATGTGGGACCAGTGGATCTTCTCCGAGTCCGCAGAGAACCAGGAATCGATCCGCGTCGGACACGACGTGCTCCAAGCGTTGCCGTTGAGATGGCGTTACCACAATGCGTTTCCAATAGCCGCGTGTTTCTGGAGCCTGGAAATAGATGGGTTGTGTCTCCGGAACAGCGACTGTCACGCTGGTCATTGCCCACTGCGTGATGCTCTCCTCAATGGCATCTTTTGTGTCAGTATCAGAACGTTGACCGATGCGAACTGTAATGGGTTCGTAGGTGAATGAGGAAATGATGGTTCCTACTCTGAGTCGATTGTATATATCGTTCCAATTGGGAGTGTTGTAACAAAACAGAAACACACCGTAGTCCGAGCCAGATGATGCAGTGGAGCAGTTTGGCGTCGTTGCATCAGTCGTCGGACATCGACAAAGCGTGTAGTGGTACCAGTCGCACCCTGCGGATGTGGATGTGATAATGTTCGTAACAACAAAAGGACCCGCACATGACGCTTGTGCAGGTGCAGTACATTTGCGTCGGCCGTTTGCAGCATCGAGAAGGACATTCACCGTTAGTGGATACAAATCATGTGGTTTACATGCGCGTGGAGGTTCGGACATGTCCACCGCGTTTCTATAATGAGTATATACGCGGCGGGTAAAGATATTGTTGTGCTTCCAAACGAATGTATTGTCCTTTTTCCATTTTCGTCTGGCATGCGTCTTATATATTCTCCTCGTGCAAACGCACGGATGCCGTGAAACAGGACAAAAGCATATAGATAAGGGTTTATAATATATAATATACATAGGCTAAGACAACTACATAGTACACCGTCATCATCAAACAAAGAGATTTCACTCAGGCATCTCCGAAGATGATCCCTTGGCAGCCATCGTTGAAGTTGCTGAGGCATGCCGCGAGCGATGGCGGTGCGGCGGACGTTGATTATGGCGATGTACTTGTATAAAAGTATTACTATGAGGAGTCTCATTTGGTGGTGTTGTCGTCGTCACGTGCGGTGTCCTGGGTTTGCAGGCGGCCAACATGGCACGCTCCTTTTGGATAACATCGGCCACGTCGCCTCCCATCATGCGACCGAAAGTAATCTCGTAAAAGGCCACCGCGCGGAAACAACGCATGTACCGTCGCAACCGACGTATAAACGGCACGCGAAACCACTGGTACTGCTGAAAGACGGTAGGGTCGCCGTTGAGTGACAGCAACGTGGCCGTACTGCCGGGTCCAGCGGCGCGAATGCGCGCGACAGCGTCCAAGGCAATCTCGCGCAACACGTTCATGCCCGTCATCGTGTGCGTAGGCATGTTAGTGTTCTGTGGTGTGGCTGCGGTCATTGTTGTTGACGAAGAAGAAGAACCGGTCGTTTCGGTGGTGGCATTATCGCCCGTCGTCGTCCCACAACACCGCGCGACAACGCGGTCACGCTGCTGCATCAGCCATTGCCGATTTCGCCGACTACTGAGACTGACTTCGCGAATCGTGCGGGAAATGGCACGCTCGACGAGTGCGTCGTTTTGAAGAGCAGCGTAAAAGTATCCAACATCGCCGCTGCGCTTGCCTGCAATCGTCGTGGTGATGCGGTCAACATTGTACGCGTCGCTGTCGGACGAACTAATGCCGCGCGTTGTTGTTGCCGACGGACGTCGGTGACCACCACTGTTTCTCTGTTTGTTGCCGTTGTTGCGATATGTACCGCCGGATGTGACGGCACTGAGCGAGTAATCCATGCTTACACTCGCGACTGCGACGGTTGCACCGCCGCTGCCGCTGAGACTGTCCGCATCCAATGTGCCCATAATCGCTGCCCAGAGCAAGGGCCCGACGACCGCCAACGGCAACGTAACAGTCGGAAACAATATCACCAATGCCAATGTGGCGGCGCGATCGTCCACGTCGGTGATGAAACCAACCGCAATGGACGCAGCAAGGATCTGAAAGATCGCCACACCGAGACATGCATTGCCGAGTGCGAGCGACTCGTTGTAATCCCCCACACGTCGCGATGTTGACGCGATGCGCTGGATCAGAATACTAATGACGGCCGTCGACGCAAGCAAAAGCATGGCATACGTGAATGTGATTGCAGGTAGCACGGAACTTGCGCTCGCACAAATTGCATCCACGTAGATAAGACTCGACGCCTTGTCCAATTTGGTCAATGTGAGTGTAAAGGGGGAAATACCCGTCCAGAGCGCCAAAAGAAAAATCATGATTGTAAGGGCCGGTGCTAATGTCATTGCAAACAATCTGGCATTGGTGATGCCAAAGGTCTCCAATGTATCGTTGGAGAAGATCCGCCAGATGCGCCAGTTTTTGGCGGTGGCGCTTCCGTAAACGAGCGCGAATCCAATCGCCACACACCACACTTGCGTGCTACAGACACCAAACGAGGGGTATGCGTATTGCAAGAAGATACCGACTGTCATGAGCGCACTACCGGCAAGGATGAGACCCATAAAGACGGGCGACTTGCGCGAGACGGCCTTGGTGGTGCGGTTCGCGGCGAGGAAGCATCCCATGGCGCCGAGACAAACGAGCCAACCGCTCGCAAAGACATACATGACAATGGCAAATGTGTTTGATGCCGAGATCACCGAAGATCGAATCTCAACATCGGCCATAGTGATATGATGATGATGATGATGATGACGACGTGAAGATATCGCTGCCCGTGGCGAGTGATACACGCGGCTCCTATATACGCGCAAAGATAAATGGATTACTCACTCCGGTTCTTCATAAAAATAGCAAAAATATGAAGCACACACGCACAAACACGCCGTGTGAAAGCACACGCTCGAGATGTATAATCTCGAGTATACACAGACCTAATTTTGGAATGCTCTTGATGTGTCTCGGGATTGCCTGCTTGCACGGAATATACACACCAAAGAAAGAACTAAGGTCACTACCTGTGCGTATATGGAGCCGAGCGCAGCACCAGCAGCCCCTCCTGGGATAACGCATCCGGACTCTGGATCGTACGCCACGGAAGCGAGTGGGTCGACCACGCATGCGATTATACACTTGGAAAAAGGTGGCGAGTTGTGTTTAAACTTGCATTTAGACGCGACACATGACGAGGCGATCTGTGGGACCGAGCCTGACCAAGCCCGCTGGATGTGGTGGGGCGCGATTCTTGTTCGCTTTCAGCAACCAGAGGATATTCGTTTACTGAGCCATCTCATCGATACTAACGCATTCAAGTTTGTCATTAGCATTGTTGATAATGTGGATGGCCGTACCGTTCTACTTTCTCTAAGCGACACATTGGGTTATCGACCTTGGCTGATTGTGCCTGAAAGTCATGCCAATCAGACACCATCATTGTCACATCCGCAGTATCACTTGGGCGCACCCTTTGCCCTCCGCAAGTTTATTGGCCATGTTTTTGAGCTCTTCCATGTTGCCTTTCCAACAACATTGGAAGCAATGTTTGTATGCCCGGCGGTCACACGACTCGATCATGTTTTAACGGTCAGCGCGGATTCGACGGACCCGTCTGTGGGTTGTACTTAGATAAAGAAACCACATTTGCGAGTGCACATGAGTGCGATGACGATTACTACTGCCGTTGTGATGACAAGAATAGATACAGCAACAGCAATTGCAACCGTTTGTGTAGGGTCCATGGAGTGTGTGTTGTGAACGGCGCACCATGCATGTCGATAGAGATCTAACAATACATAAGCACAGCATGTAATATGACAACTCGAGGTTTACATTGTTTATTGGACGCGATGGCAAAAGAGTTATAATGATCCCGCCATGTGGACGAATATACACACACCAATTATCTACACGTACATACATACTCATCTTTCATTGCCGCGCCACTCATGACCTCGGCATCGAATGATGGCACTAGCATGATGAGTGAATCGCAGGATGCCGCGCCACGCCATCGTTTTGATTGTCGTGAAGCACGCCGGGTGTGGAACTGTCTCTATGAGATATCCGATGATACGTCGCATCATCAAATTACGGCATACGAGTGGGTTGAGAAACGTGTCAAGCAGTCGATTGCGTGCGGAATTGAGACGTATGTGAATACATTGTGGAGTGACGAGCAACTACCACCCTATCTTAGTGTTGAACAGATCAAGTCTGCGGCGGAAACCATGGGCTACGACATATCAGTCGGGAGGACGAACCCGATCTATTACTATCAGGAACTGTTTATCTCTGGATGGGCCGAGGTTAGAAATGACGACGGGAAGTAGTGATAGTATTTCTTTACTCGCATGTCTTGCAGACGTGCATCTGTAGTGTAAATGGCAGCACGATGGGCTTAAAATCTCGGAGGTCTGGGTTCAATATTCCTAGTGGATGCATATATGTGTGAGTCTATCTTTTTTTGTGATCCTATAGTAAACTAGAAGCGTGTCGATATATTACGAGTCAACGTAAAGGGAAAGAAAGACACAGTGCGAAACCCGCCTGCTTCTCTCTCGTCATGGACAAGATTCTGCAACACCCTATCAATGCGCGCATTCATGCTCCTTTGCCATCAGGATACACCAGTTGGAGTGATTACTACAAGCGAACAGGGGATTACAGTATGGGACCCGCCGTGGCGGTGGTTCGACCACCCTCACCACCTCCTGTGCGTCGTGCACCGATCATAGATGCACCAGCACCGCCCCGTGGGTATGCGAATTGGAATGACTACTATCACCGCACAGGGGATTGGAGCATCGGGCCTGCAGTGACCGTCATCCGACCTATCGAAGAACCCATGCTACGCTAATCACAAGGAAAAAATAATATTGTACGGATATATATATATATACAATCGATTACACATCGCATTACGTGGTTGTCTTTAAAAACAGGGATCTAGGGACGTGTGTGCATAGCCCCACACGGGTTGTATGCGATGCTTGCGGTTGTGCTTAAACTCGTCATCGCGGACCCACACACCGCTTCTTAAAAGAACAAACGCATCGCCGTGGCGGTCTGTCTTGAATCGTACCACGTTTCCGCGTTTGTCTTCGGTGACGGCGACAACGACCTGCCCATAACTATCCGAACCGACGCGGATCGTCAATTTGTCCCCCAGACGGGGCCGATAACACTCCTTGTTCGCAAATCTCTGTCTGCGGCGCCAACGTGGGTTCACTGTCTCTCGGATGCGGTGCACAACTTGGTCCAGTGACGTGCTTTCCAGCAAAAGTTGTTCATACTCTGTCTGGGAAAACATGCGCTCAAATTCGTACAATAAATACGCTTTCCCTTTGGCCGCAAGCAGTGCAGGATCATCATCGGCATAAAGTCGCGACGTGGCGGCGTCCGTAGTTGTAGGCGACGACATATGCGTGCGTGGAATATATACAGGATTAAATAGTGTTGCAGTCCTTGAACAGCAATTGATTGTAACTGTGCTAAGACACACACACTCTCTCTCACAAAAGGGGAGACTTTTCGGTACAACGAAACAGAACTCGAGTAAGTACAATGTGTTAAACAATATTTTACAGCGGTGTATACTTGCCAAAGCCCGCAAATCGAAACTGAATCTGTTGTTGCACGCACTCTACTGGGCTGTGCAGAAGATGTCGCTTCAATAGCGACATGTGTTCCTCAATTAACAAATGTATCTGGTCGAATTTTAGTGTGATGTCCACTGTATACACGCAACATTTTCGTCGATTTTGTTTTGCCGGCACAGGGATCCGATCAAGAATAAGTTTGCGCTTGCAAACTATGCCCCCGTCGTCGCTGTTATCAATGACGCCTGTCATTAAGAACGGCTCACGGTAGAACTGGTTCTCCAAATGCCAAATCAATTCTGTTTGCGTCAATAAGGGTCCTTCTGATGCAGACGCGCACGGTTTGACTTCAAACCGCCAATCGCTATCATCTGACAACATGACGCACTCTGTCGTGCGAGCCCATCCTCTGCATCCAACTCAGTACACTATGTATATATACATCCGGTGTGTACGTACCATCTTATGTATGTATCTCCAATGATGCAGATTCAAGCTCGAGTTTTTTAGGACTAATATGAGCATGTTCTCGCGCGCCCAATACAGTACTAGTTTGATTTTTATTACTGTACCAAGCAAAGCGCACAATACTATCTGTCGCGCATCTGGTCATGGACCGCCCTTCCTTGGCGATGGTGATGCTGCTGGTGTTAGCGACGGCTACCAACATGGTCCGCGCACAGTTTGCGTCCGTGGATACGTGCACATCTGCCAGCCAATCGTACAATCGCCCGTTGGCGCCTTCGCAACATCCATGTTGGTCTTCGGGTGCCGTCTGCTGCTTTCAGAATACGGCATTGGATCCGACACGACCTGTCGGTTCGATTGTATCCAATGCCACAGGACAACCATTACCATCCTACATTGTGTTTGGCATCGCACCCATCGTTACACACGCCATCTTGACCAGCAGTGCCCCGCCAAACCAAGTATTAACCGGTCCGATTAATCCGTGCAGTAACGATCCTGGGTGTAGCGGCGGCATTCAGTACAATCCAGCCACAGGCATCACCTGTTGTAGTCTAAATCTCGGACAAGCACCAGGGTTCCCAAACACAAACATTCAAGGGACGTGTGCGGATCCGCGCAATGGATGTTTGCCGTGCGCGGCCAGTCTCACGCCGCTCGCTGTCGGTCACGACATGATTGGCTCCGTTGCCGTGACTGATTACATTTGTGTTCCTGTTCCACCACAACCACAGCAGTGTAACAGTCATATCGACTGCCAAGGTCAGTGTGGTGGTGCGCCCGGTTCTTGTTGTTGCGAATTCGGGGCGAATCCACGTCAGTGCAAGGCCCAACCCGCGCCATGTGCGTGCGCAGCCGGCGGTACTCCCTGTGGCGAGGTGCTCGGTGGGTTACCTGGAAATCAGGTCCCCTCAGGGTGTGCCGCGTGCTGCTCCGACACGGCTATTCCATGCAACAGCGGACTGTGCTCCGACGCAGGGTGCTTGATCGATTACTATTGCTTGCGCAACACGAATCGCGCCGCCGTCTCACAGGGACGTGCCACCTTGGTCGGACCGGCCGCTCCTAACGACGGGTACTGTCTGGGTAACTGCCGCCCCGATAGTCCCGGTGGATGCACGCAATGTATCCCGCAGTGTGCATGCTTCTGCTCATGCTTTCCCGGCGAAACCCAAGTGCATGTGAATGCCACGAGCACCGTTCGAATTGACGCTCTTCGCACCGGCGACAGTGTCTATTGCCCCACTCAGGGTCGCATCGTACGCGTCGTCGGCGTCAACAAGTTGGAGCGTCGCGGCCGGCCACTTTGGAGACTCGTCCAAGATGCTCTTACTATTGCCGCCGCGACCGACAACGGTCCAACAACTACTGGTCCTGCCGAACTCTCCATTACAGACGGACATATTTTATTTGGCGACGCCATGGACCGACGATACGCCGTTGCGCCCGATCGACACTCGGAGCCCATCTTTAACGTGTCCCGGGACGCGTTGCGTCCGATGAATGACTCTGTTGCGGTGCCGTTGCTCCGATATGACGGGACGGTCGTGTATGCGCGGGCTGCTCGTCGCGAGGACAGCGGTATTGTGGATGACTATCTGTATAGTTTGACGCTCGAAGAGTGTCATGCGCACTCGGCAGACGGATACGTCGTGAGTGATATGTTTCCAGACCTAGTCGCACGACCGGATGCCACAGATATCGTGTATCATTTGTGGCGTCATCTTGCACGCACAGATCCAGCGCGTATTCATCGCCGCGAGCGTATCGAAGCGTGCCGTCGCGCATGGGAACAGTCAGACGACTAAACTCGCACACATCAAGGTAGATATATTGTGACTTTGTGCGTGTATTGCCGAGAATATGTCGCGGGCAAAATCATGTGCGCGCGTGTACTACAGTAAACTAACATTGTGACTCGTCGCATCACACACCACACATTCATTCAACCTAGTCTCGCGTCTGGAACCTATATCAAATATGCTACTGTGCACCATTGTTACACGATGTAATCTGACGCGCCTTGCAGCCGTGGTGTCTATTGCAGCGGTTGGGTATGTGGCGCTGTATGCAATCACTGCTTTAACAAATGAGCCCAGTGCCGACGACATCAGCAGCAGTTGTTCGTCCTCCTATGCCGACGAAAGCCAGGATATTGTGGGTGACAGTATATTCGTGCGTAAAGGCGGTCATTAAAATGTGATGTCAACAAAAATGTACGACTACCCTCCTGGCTTGTCAAGAACATGAAACCCCATGTTGTTTACAAATCCAGGCTACTGTGTGAAGAGGTGAAATGCATCGTTGCTTAGAACAAATAAAATAGTCCGTTATACATCCACAGCGTGCGCACTTTTCACTCACATTGTCAATATACAGGACCCTTCGTCTGCGCATTTGTCAGAACCAACTATGGCAGCGGTTCCAGTCTTTTCCACCTCATCAAGCAAAGTACAGGATCATCAAATACCCATCAAAAAACAGTCCGCATACGCCATCCATGGACGTGTCGTTCATACAGTGACACGACAGCCCATACAAGGTACATTCGTCATTGTACTACGAGATAATAACGCTTTTATGGAGACCAACCCAGACGGCACGATTGATATGACGCCGCATATGCAACGGTTGGTACGTGCATGTCAGGACATGTCGGGCGTGGGTGTCGCGGATGACGAAAGGGTCTATAGCCCACTGCCAGCAACGTACTCTGACGCGGCACGACGCAATGCATTCTGGTGTCTTTATGTCGCCAATTGCGATGCACGCGATCGCGGGTTCAAAACCAACCTTGCTGCCTCGAAGACACCCTTACCGATTTCGCTGCGCGCCCTGAATGTGAACCGATTCGATGACTTTTGGGTAATGCAAAAGTGTGATCCAGCCCAAACTTTGGAAGTAACCGACGGGTATGAACAAACGTGGACGAGGGTTCCAGACGCAAGTATTGAGTGGGACTCTTTGGACGACTCGTGAAGAAATGAGATTTATGTACGAAATACATATGCAAATACACAAACGTTGTCCGTCCCCGTACAGGCTACGTATGCTTTTAGTTGACTGGAATGTTGCCACAAAACATTTGCGATTCGTAGCAGCGGTCACAAAACAAGTACTCCTGACCTGGCACAAAAGGTGACGACGATGCGTCGTCACCGCTTGTGCTCTCCTCTTGGTCATCGCATCGGTTGCCATTGTCACAGGACCCCGATGGAACATAACCGTGAACGTGGTCCGCGCACAGACGGATGTGACAATCTTGACAGTGATTGCACGCATCCGTGTTGACATCGTCCTCGAGAATACACACGACGCAATTTGCCTCATTCTTCGGGTCGTGACTATAGCAATGACCGCATTGATACACGTCGCGGTTATCCTTACCCTGCGGCGTGATATTTCCGTCATCAACGTCCTCATCGATACGGAACTGGTCCGATGAAAATTTGATGGCGTGATCTTTGCAAAGAGTGTCGTTGCACGTGACGCACTTGAGCTTGCCGCCGTGCAACTGTCCAGTCGGGGCAGCCACTACACAGCATCGTGCCATACGTGGCACTTGACTTGTCTGCGACATCAGCACAACAAACAATAAAATACGGAAAAATCAACAACCGTGGGTAACAGGAAACAACACACCTCGAGACTATACGCTCGAGACTAATCACGAATATGACGCTTTGCTTCGTTGGAGAATAATTGTGCGGTTGTTCTTTTGCGGTCATATTGTTATTATATATTTTGAGAGGAGTCACAATGACGGAGCCCGGTCTCAGTGGTTCTTTGCACGAAGTTACAACCCTCTTCTTTCTTCTGTTGATATCAGGTCAGCAAATGTTGATGTTGGGTTCGGACACGACACCGTATGCGTTTGCACAGGGAGGTGTGAACCTACGGTCGGTAGATTCTCAACTTAACGTGCTTGGTATGCTGCTCGGTTAATATAAGTACTTTGTGTGTGTGTGTCACGTGCGAAATAAGTAAGTGTACATGCCATTAACCCACCTCCTCCCTCTTTGTAGACCGCGCTAGTGCTGCTTTTTCTGTGGTCGGTATTTTTCGGCAAACCTGTTTGGCCTTGAATGATTCCCGCGCGGTGGGTGTAATTATGCGGTCGCAGCAACAGCATGCACCATGCGACACACCCATATCTGTCTTAAATGTTCTCTCGATTGTTCTTTGTGCTATCGGCGTTATTTCCGAAATTGTATATTGTGTATTGCTTGGCGTGCACAAGCGTCAGGACAAAAACAACAAGTTTGATCCGTTTTCCGTCAGACAGAGAACCGTATGTCTCGTTATCGCATGTACTACCACTGCTGCTGCATTTGGGTGTATTTCTGCATCCACATCCGAGTTCAAGGTGTTTGCTCTGATATGGGCAATTGGGTTGGTTGTTGTTGGGATGAACAGCGCTGCGACGCTCTATCAGACTTGCCTGTACAATTCTGTGGAAGTCGTTTGATTCATGTATATATAGTGATCTACCGAACGAGGCTGTATTATTACGTAAAGATCATGAGTATAGACTGTATAAGAATGTATTCTCTTTATTTCCGAACAAGATAAGCCTCTACCATGCCAGAAAGGATCGCTCTGTCAACTCGAGCATCGCGTCCTCAACTACCGTTTTGGGGAGCGAAAAGGTACCCGAATTGCACAAATTACCCTGGCAAAAGTTGGTGCCTAATACGGTCGCCATCAAATACACGAGCAGAAACTCAGTGCTCGGATCATTTCGTGGCAACACATTCACCCCATAACGTGCGATGAATGCATCCAATGTGCTGGACGTTTCTAACGCATCCCACCCGGCATCTTTTCGAGGGATGTCGTGCACCGACAGCGTATTATCATCACCATGACTGCTTCCGGGACTGTTTTTCACCGTGAGATGTACCGAAACAGTGCCCGACTGCTCCGCTGTCGCTACTGACTTTCGCGCAATGTCAAAAGAGACCGAGTAAGATTCCACATCCTCCATTTTTTGTGGGTCCACTACGAGAGTGAGAACATGCCCAACGCCGACGAGCGACGGTTCAGAGACAAGCAGAGGAGGACGACACGAAGCGTTCGCTGAGGAGTCGTCCGTAGACGGTGGCCCAGCAGCCAACGCCGTCAGGTCAAGATACTCGCGGAAATCGGTCGGATACTTTGAAATAAGAGTCTTCGTCGCAGCGTCAACAGGTGTGTTCGTCTCAGCAGTACGTAAATCCTGTGTTGTACAGTCACCACGTGAGTCATCCGCCATTGCAAAGAAAACACCAAAAGTCTGACGTGGGCAGAACAACAACAAAACTAAAAGTACAAAATGTATCTCGAGTCCTACTGTCTCGAGTCGTATACTCGCGCTAGAACACTGTCGCACACACACATATATATACTCAGTATCCACAACGCACCACAGAAATTACAAAGTAATGATATGGAGCCACAAACACGCGTCGTATTAACTGCCAAGTCAATGCAGTCGCTCGACGCGAAGATCGTTCAGTATTTCCACACCACAGGCCGAGACAAGTTTGATGCGCAACTGGCTATTCATGGCTTGACACGCAGAATCATTGTACACGTTACATTTTCTGCAGACTCGGTAGCACGTGCGGGCTACATTGACATTCGCATACAGTATCCGCGATTCACAAATTTGATGTGGACGCCCACAGGTATGCGCGATTTGCATACATATCATATTAGAAACGCATTATGTATATATTGGCACCACACACCACACCTGCGCTCCACCTATGGGATTGATTTCTTAGTAGTGTTTTTGTTGTTGTCTGTCGGTATATAACAGAGTTTGGACAGCAGTTACACAAAGAATCTCTTGCGACAGTACGTTACAAAAGTTGCCACCGACGGATTATATTTCGGTCTATTGGAGACTCGATACTCTCGGTTTCCAACCTCTTTCACGAGCACCGCGAAGGCCACATCTTCAATCCTGAGGATGGTCTCTTCTATTGGCACTCTTACAGGGCCCAGGGTCCTCGCACGGGCTATATGGGTGGCCGACTAGGTGGCGGCCGCGATTTACCACACCCCTACGTGCACAGTGCCGACGACTGGCTCACCCCTGTGTATTCTCCCGCCGCACTCGTCGGAAACTATCTTTGCGAATCTGCAGACCACAAAGAACTGTATCGGCGGCACAGTAAGGAGTTGTGGCGCGCGAAGCGGAACAATAACGCGCAAAACCTCTGGCACACGTTGCTGTGCGAACACACGCCCATTGTTTCCTCGCCGTCTTTATCGTGGCCGGCGCCACCGCAAAGTACGGGTGACATTGTTTTGCCGGACGCAAAGGAGGTGCGAATGTGTCTGACTGGAAAAGATAAACGACGCGCGGGAGATCGCGCAAAGCATCGCACGCGTGCGAATCAAAAGCGACATCTTCTTCCTCTGGCAACGGGTCTTGAGCCACCACCCCAGGCATCCGAACAGCAGATCAAACCGATTACTCTGGTGCGTCAAACAACGGCACTCGCATCGATTTGCAGCGATGACGCAAACGCGCTTGCGGGAAACAGTCCTTTTCCGATGGACCCCGTGATGGAGCCACCCCCTGCCAAGCGCATTCGCCTTGTTATCCAAACGTACGAGGGCCACACCAACGACCCCATGATGCACACGCCACTACTACCGACTTTACACAATGATGATGATGCCATCGATGGTACTCCAGCAGACGCGCTTGTCGATCAATTTGTGCAGATATCATCTTTTCAGCACGACATACTTGACAACCCATGGGATTGTTCTTTTATGGAGAATGCGAGTATGAGTACCTCGTGGTGGACTGGAACGGACGATGATCGACCGTTAGAATTTGTCATAGTGTAACTCGAGTTTGACGTAAAATAAAGTAATATACCGCACAGTCGACCGAGTGTCTTTCCCTATTGAGTATTGTGTATGTACATGTACACACGTCAAGTGTACATGTACACCTGTAACTCTAAGTATGTGTTCACCCAAAGAACAAGATCATCACCTTGACCATAGGACTGTGTCCGTATATATGTTATTTATTATGATATTCTTTAAAACTCGAGTTGTCTATATGTGTTTCTGACGTGGTGAGAGTGGACACTTTTATATGTCGCTGTCATACTGTTTTTGTGCCATACGTACATGTAAGACTTCATTTTGTGTGAAACATTTGTGAAGAAATTGTTGCCCATAGATCGATCCCGCTACGTGTCCGCCCGCGTGGTGCAGTTGGTAGCACACCACCCGTTTAGTAGTATTGGATGCAGAGCATCTTAAGGAGGCCAAGGTTCGATTCCTTGCGCGGGTATGTAATATTTTTTTCTTGAATCCATACTTCTTTTTCTTGGGCGGCGTACAAGAAAACGAACATTGTACCTCCGGTAAAAGAATAAAAGTCACACATTGGCTGCATTTAATTGCATGATAATATATGTGGTGACAGTAGCCTGCACACGTAATACGGCATGTTTCATTCCCAACGACGTTCGGCGCGGCTAGCCAGGAATGGAACTGTGTGCGAGACGGACATGTGTAACGAGCATGACAAGAAAAAACGGAAAAAGAGGGTGGGTGCAACGGGCCCGGTCGGCGAAACGGGAGTTACGGGACCACAAGGCGCAACTGGCCAAACGGGCCCTGCAGGGCCTGGTGGCCGATGTGGCAGCACGGGAACACCGGGTGTGTGTGGTGGTACAGGCGCAACGGGACCGACTGGAGTACCAGGCCGTGTGGGTGACGTGGGTGCGACGGGACACACCGGATCAACAGGCGCCACTGGGCGTACGGGATCAAGCGGTGCAACAGGCCGACTCGGTTCGACGGGAGCAACAGGCCGAACTGGTTCAACCGGAATAACCGGCGCCACTGGACAAACAGGTTCAGCCGGTGCAACAGGATCAATCGGCGCCACTGGGCACACAGGCTCGACGGGTGCAACGGGGCCACTCGGTTTGATAGGCTCGACGGGTGCAACGGGGCTTCTCGGACCGACCGGTGTAACGGGTCACAGTGGGACAACAGGAACCACAGGTACGACCGGCGCAAGCGGCGCGACAGGTGCAACGGGTGCCACCGGTTCGATAGGCGCAACAGGAGAAGGAGGTGTGACTGGTGCCAGCGGATATGCCGGTTCCACAGGCGCATCGGGCCTCGCTGGGCAGGTTGGAGCAACGGGCAGTACTGGGCCTGCGGGACTCATGGGAGCGTCCGGTCTGCAGGGTGTGCCGGGCAATACCGGCCCAACTGGTGTGGATGGAAGTACGGGCCCGGTTGGTGCGACGGGAACAACGTTTGCGGCAGGCTTTAGCGTAAACTTGTTCGGTCTTGGCGTATTACCAGTCAATCCGGGCGACTCTGTGACGCTTATACCGTGGGCGGTCCCACTACCGCTGGATATTCAGGGCACGTACATTCTCTCAGGGTGTTTTGACACGTCCGCAGGTACCTTTACCGTGCCTGTTGCTGGCAAGTATTTTGTGATGGGCCAAATTCAACTCGTAACAGGTACAACGAGCCCCATAACGACTACCATGTTTTCATTTTCATTGACGCTGCTGCTGAACAACACAATACAGTTGGCAACGTCCTCTACGTCGGTCATCGTACCAGCAAAGCAGAGTATGGAAGCATTTATTTACCTTGGTAAGGTGCTGCAATTGCCTGTGAATGCAGTGCTGACGTTACAGATCTCTGCGAATCCAACCAACCCCTTCCCGTCGACACCCATTCCGGGACCCGTGACAGCGTTTTCTGCATTTTATGTATCCCCGTAGTACAGCATACATATATGTACAATGTATGTAGATGGGTCACAGAGCAGCAGGCAAATCAAAACATTCGCCTTTGTACTCACCCTCCACACTCAGGGTCTGTACCATCGTGTGCAAATCGTAGTTTAACATGGCCCGCCAGGTGTCTTGAATTACCGAAAGACTGAGGCGAGTTGTGAACCGCACATCACAGGCTTGCAGTGGACTGGTTTGCAAAATGTTCACAAAGTACAACACGCAGCCAGGTGAGGTATCGTACAGTTGCTTCAGCGCAACGAGTGCATCGTAGACACATTCGGCACGGCATTCGAAATCGTAAAAGGGATCTGTTGACGTAGGTGCCGCCATCCCCGTAAACATATATGTACTCTACTGCTGTACTATACCCCACGGTGAATATACGTTATGAAAAAGGAAAATGATCAACTCGAGTACGGTAGTGTGGTCTGCTCGAGAACGTAAGATGTTTATATATATTTATGGAAGACGAATGGCATATTTGAGTGGATAGTATTCTCTTAGTCCAGCAGAACGGGGACCCTTGAGAGACGTAACTATGGGGTCGTACTTTTCCAGTTCCACTGCCGCCGAGAACGCATCATCGGTCGATGCACAAGACTCGACGGATGGAAAAGAGAACGACAAGCTTCTGCCGAGTAGCAAAAAGGCCAAGACGACCGACGAAGAGGAACAAATCAATGGGCATGTCGGATCTTCTTCTCTGGCCGCCGCAGCAGTCGCTCTACCCTTTGGTTGGATTGAGCATTGGATCACCTTTGACTCGTTTGAGCAGTACTCGGCCGAGGTGGTCCTGTTCTTTGATTGCCGCATGACAAAGACCCTTGTTCCTTCGATCCTTGAGGCCGGTGCAGAGTTCACGACCATCAAAATCGACTTGCACGACGGACTTGCTCAGTTTATTGACAAAAAGAATGAACGCATCGTGAAGGTTCCCTTCCGGGTGCAATTCAATTTCTCCGACTGCACCGTGGAGACATACACTGTATCAACCTCCGCGGACAAGGATCTTTACAAAACCATCTTTACGGAACCGATTGAGTTGAACACCAACGACCCGAGCAACACACACCACGTGTGGCCGAATGATTTTGCCATCTACGATGCCGTCTCGTTCTTGTCCGCGCCTACAGCGGGCGTGCCGTCTGAATTTGAGTTTGACAATTGTCGCATGCAACGCACCGTATGGCCCGCAGCGAAACTGGAGGTCGGTGCCAATGTGCGCAAGATTCGCATCCAGTTGATGGCGAGTGCCGACGAACCGACGCATACGCTCATCGTTGACTTTATCGTTCGCCCCGACGCCTCGAAGCAACTGCCGTGCACTGAGGCGATTTACCGTTTCTGCGCGCGGTGGGTGTGGTGCGTTGACCAATGCATCATTTTGCCTGCATCGGCAACAATGGTATCGTCATCCAACATTGCAGACGCCCCAGCAACGGACGATGATAAAAGCGATAATACTGTCGTGCCGTTGCACACAGAAGATCCTGCATTCGTTGACACAAGAAATTTCCCGGACACGGCAGTGTCCGACGACGAGACCGGATTTGCACAAGTGGAACGAATTAGGAGAAATAGACGCATCAATAGCAAGAAACGGTCGCGGCCCGAGAACTAGTCGGCTGCGCTGTATAGTAGATGTTGTTTTTTTCTCGCCGTGTATATAAATACGTACACAGCCGCATATTTGTTTGCACGTAGATCAAATGCACATAAGAGTATACTTTTCCTTACACACACTGTATGTGTCTGGCGAGTGACACTCTTTCAGCGCACGATTTAGGATCATATATACAGACAGTGTTAACCAATATACATTGCTGGCAAAAAACAACATGAGCATATGTGCAGAGCAGGTGTCTGTGGCGTGTGATGGCGATGACAGTGTGAGAAATCCGATGCGATTGCTGGACTTGATCACCCACTTGGACCGAATGGCCAACAAGTCCGTCTTGACCCCGTTTGTGAAAACAATGGGAAAGCCCCGCTACGCCCAGGTCAAGTTTGAATCCAACTGGTGCATGGGGCAGGACAAATCAAAGGAACAGTACTTTCATGAATTCAGTGCTGTATCATGCCCAGCAGCAGTAACCATGACGGAGGTCGCGGTGCAACAGAGAAAGTTCAATGTCGTTCTGTTGGTGACCGAAGAGGGAGGCTCTGAGAACGCGACACTATCTGCGAATATTCACTTCACGGTGCAAGAACTACTCAATCTCCTGATGGATCGTATGAACGTCAACCCCAACGCTCTTATCGCAACTGCCAGAGAGAAACACAAGGCTCAAATGTTGCAGTTGGTACCCGAGTACGGCGTCTCGCACCTGGCGTTCGTTCCCATCATGGGCCGACTGTTCCGCGACACGGGCTTGAACCCCATGAACAAAGTGAAGAGGCTTTGCCGCGCCCTCAAAACGGCATCTTGGAAAGTTCAACATGGAGTCATGACACAGAACCCTTCTTGTTCAGACGATGCCTTGAACAGTTATCTCAATGCAGTAGTGGACCGTATCAAAACGTTGATGACGGACGACTACTACGGAGAAATATTGCCATGGGCAGAGTCGTTACACCTGTACTGGAATGGCGCTCGGTGGTGCCATTGGGATATGTTGATGCACAAGTATGGTTCCGTCCTGCGCACGAAGATGACTGAATGGGGCTGGGCAGCCCTTCAAAGAGAACTCAGTTCACGGTTCTCGTGGCACTCCGGTTCCACCCCCGTCATCCTGCACGCCCCCACGTTTGAGGTCATCGCCGAATTGTTTGACACTAAGAAGAACACACGACTTGAGAACGCCAGCAATGCTCAAAATTGTCAAACGACTACCCCGGTGACGGAGCCCACGCCACAACAACAGCAGCAACCACCGACCGATGAAGTGACATTGCCGTTGCCCGATCGAATCGTATTCTGGCGAAACCAATGTGATTTCTGGCACGCGGTATTGGATGGCGACACGAATGCCGTGAGGCACATGATGTCCATCCCGCCGTGCCCGGACAGTGCGGATCCCAGCACGGCAGATAACTGGGCACTGCAAATGGCATTCTCATTGAAGCACGACGCCATCCGCGACATGCTTCTCGCAGACGAGCGGGTGCTAAAGGTCCTGCTTCGGCCCAAACCGCGCATAACCGTCGTTCATGTGTAACTGTTATATATATACATATTTATGTAATAACTGCGCTTAAAAGATGGAAACACCTCGCTTATCCACCCATCCATCGGCTCTAATACCGTCTTTATCTTCTTCGACAAGGATGTGTTCTACAACTTGCTGAGGCCGCACCACCTGCACCTTCTTTCCCACAGGAAATATACACGCGTCTGTTAGAGGCACCACGGCGCGGCACTGAATCGTAACATGGACTGCCCCGTTTGGAACGGGTCTGCTATTTTCCGCCAACAAGCCATGGTTGACAACATCCTTGGCAAGAAGTACAACTGAGAATTCATAATGTACAAGGTTGGGACCTTCGAGAGATCGTATCGGCGCATATCTCACTCGATCAAATAGAACATCACGATGATCACACAAGTATTGTTTCGTACGGTGTGGATCAAACACCCAACGTTTTGTTTCAGCAGACGCTGCTGGAACTCTGAATGCCATATTCTCTCGTTGTTATATGCGTAGAAAAGATGTGTGGTGTGTTGTTGCGCTAATATATACGCAGAAGAACGGAAAGAATATATACACCTACCGAATAATGTGCCAACAAAGATGATGGATGGATCTCGAGATTGCATAATAAACAAGATACATTACAGCGGTACGTCTCGATGATCCTACGACCAGCACTTACTTTGGAAATTCGGAACGCGTAAACAAAGCAAAAAAGGTTACATTGGGCAGGTGGGGATTGAACCCACGTATTTTACGTTATAAGCATACTACCTGAACCACTCGGTCACTGCCCATTATGTTGTCACGAAGGACCGCGGAAAATTACATTTCTCTCTATGTGTGATCCACACATGCAATATACCTCGAGTTACATGCGATATATTCTCGAGTGCATGACTGGGTGCAGTCAATAAATAATAACCACAGTGCTGCGCAAATCTATTTGCTTCTTCCGAAGACAACAACGACAATGCCACGCTCTATTGTGATCATTGGAAGGGAGTTGGGCGAATATGTGAAGAACCAGTTTGACATTTTCGCCGACGCGCAAAACATCCCGCCAACTGCACGTCCAAACCTCCTGATTGTTGATTATGAGAATGGTTTGTTGGAAAAATATGTACGCGAAGCGTCAAAAGTGGTGTATTGTGGGACATCAAGTGGGCGACCTGCATTGGCCAAGTTTTGCAGTCTGTGTGATACGAAAGTAGACAGTGAGGGTAAGACGCTCTCATTGGCGTCGTACGCTGCAACCGTGCAATTTTACCCTGTCGTTGACACGACCGTGAAGCATCCGCGCGGCCTGAAAAAGCGCATTCAGAGTGACCTGGGACTTGAGTACGTGTTTTGGGCTCCCCTAGCCGCACCGAATCTGTCACTTGACATGCTGCAATTATGGGCCTCGGATTTGAACCATTGGTTAATATCAATGTAACGGCAGGCGGTTGTGTTATGTACCATGTGGAGGACCTCTCTTAATGTAGTACAAAAATACCAATACACCCACTCGAGTTGTAAAAATGTACGAAGCATAGGCTTTCCTCATCGTCACACTCTTCTGTCGGGTAAGGTGTGTACACACTTTTGTGACATTGGTACTTATGAATACAAGAGTTCAGTGTGTACAAGTATACGTGTACACATTCTTGTGGTGCTGGGTTCCCGTATAAAAGAATTTTCATCACAAAACTCGAGTTGTATATATACTATCGATTGGTTCGCATGCGAATGTGGCAGTATACCATGTACCGGGTAAAGGATCTGTATATTACACTGTAGTACAAAAACACACATACACCCACTCGAGTTGTAAATGTACGCAGGATAGTTTTTCTCATCGTCATACTGTTCTGACCGAGTAAGGTGTGTACACATTTTTATGTCATTGGTGTACTTGAGTATTATGAGTTCAATGTACGTGCACAAGTGTACGTGTACATATTGTTGCGGTACTGGGGTTCCCTTATAAAACACTTTTTATTACATAACTCGAGTTGTATATGTATCATTCAATCGCTTCGTATATGCGAGTATATTATTGTATTGTTGCATGGTTCAGACATCTCGAGATGTCTATGCATTCTCGAGTCCTAAACACCGTTTAGGTGCAGGAATTTATATAGTTTCATCATTGTGGTGTGTGTGCGAAAGATTGACGTGGTGCTGTCGTCGTTGCTGCTATGATGTCAAGTCAGAACACCACCACCAGTCAGAGCACTGAGGTACCTTGGACGTTTACAATGTCCGCGGATCCATCCAAGGAAGTCGTGTATTATTGGCCAGGGTTATCCAAGGACTCTACATCGATCCGGACGCTCGTTATTGAGCCAACGTTTACTCAATTCACACGATACTGGCGGTTGGCGTTGCGTCTGAGAAAGCAGGTCTTGCCTCCAAGTGACGCGTCTACCCAACCCGTTCCCGATACTTGGTATGTGCCTGCACGCGGAGGCCGTATCATATTGCCGCGTACCGATCAATTCCGCCAATTGGATGAATTTGTCGAGTGGATCCGTGTCGAATTGCATCCTCGCGATCACCACGCCTATAAATGCGTCTCATTTTCTTCTCCTCACGAATCGCTCATGTGGGACGATGCTACAGGAGTTGCCAAGTTTCACATTTTGGAATGTCGCCCCAGTTTATGTTACGAGTTCCGGACGGGTCCGCGCTCGGAGTCTCTCGAACGCGCAAAGTCATTTGGCGGGTCGATGTACCGTCTTGAAACAACGACCGTGTTTCATGACATTCCACACTATGACGTGAACACGGTCGGATTCACAGAAGCAGATTGGGACGATGCTGAATCTGATGGTGATGATGACGACGACAAGGATGGTGAAGAGTGAGACGTTTATATTCATGTGTAAAGACGTTTTTTTGTATGTACAATGAAAAAGTCGCATAGACGTATGCATACTCCACTGTGAGTGAACAATTACTTTGTTTTCTTCCAGTACACGCTGCTTCGGTCAATGGGGACGATCAAATCTTGAATGCCGTGTCGTTGTCTGTAGTCGTGAATGGCCGCGGCACAACGTGGCAGGGTGTAGTCGTCCACGATGCAGTAGCCACCCACGGAGAGTTTTGGGTACAGCGCATCCAGTGCTTGCATGGTCGATTCGTACATGTCACCATCCAGACGCAGCACGGCCAATGACTGGATTGGGGCAGTGGGCAATGTGTCCTTGAAGAAGCCCTTCAGAAAGACGACCTGATCATCGAGTAAGTCGTACCGACGGAAATTCTCCTTCACTTGCTCGATGGAGACGGCCAATTGCGCGTTGTGTGTGCTGTGATCATCGCCCGCATCTTGGGACCATGTCGGTGGAGGCAAACCTTCAAAAGAATCCGCCACAAAAACCTTGCGCGTGGTGTCACCGTAGGCCTTCAAAATACCACGCATCAGAATGCAACAACCCCCACGCCACACACCTGTCTCAATCAAGTCACCTGGAATGTTGTGTTTTAAGACGTCTTCCACACAGAAAGCCACATTACCGAGACGCTGCAGACCCACCATTGTATGGGCACACGACGGCCACACCAGACCCATTTGTCGTTGCTCGTCAGTCACGGGAGTGTCGCGCGACCAGTACCCGAGGTTCACATCATTGCGATAAATGTTGTTGCTCACACAATTTTGCAACAATTGAATGTACAATGGGCGCGCGGTCTCATCCTGTGTTGCCATGTTTGCACAGCGTCGGTGCGTGTGGTTCGTTTTCGTTTACGTAAACTGCGCGGTCATATGGAGTTCGTGCTACACTTGTAGTCTCTATATATGTTTGGTCGCGCATTTCATGCGGCGGATGAGTGTGGATATATATATATATATATACTACATGGACGCACTCACTCGAGGTGAAACAGTTGTTGACCATTGTGTTTTAGGGTTCTCAATACAGTCACATATATGTATATATACGAAATGGCACGCACATATATGCTTGACGCAGGAATGAAAAACTAGTGTGTCCTGTGCGTGTGCCATTTTGCAGTTACTACGAGTATATTCTTGCGCAACGATATGGCATCCGTACCCTCTTCTTCTCATGCGGCGGTATTTCCTGTGGCGCGCGTTCATAAGGGCCTTCGTCGGCAAACGCATCGCCGTGTCAGTCGAACTGCTGCAGTCTACATGGCGGCGGTGTTAGAGTATCTTACTGCAGAATTGGTTGAGATTGCGGGGAATGAAGTCCTCGATGAGAAACGACGCCGCATCATGCCGAGGCACGTGCGATGCGCTGTGCATGGCGACGAAGAATTGTACGTGCTTACGGGTGCCGCCATCATCCCACATGCTTCTGTGCGGGAGTATATTCACCCGGCGCTGTGGTCTGCGCAGCAAACAAAGCGCGAAAGAACTCGACTTGAGGAGTGGTGTGCGGATGCAGAGAAGAACGCTTTAGAGGAGCATCGTCGAGAGTACGGACATGGCGAGGCCTCCGCAGAGGAAGATATTAAGAGGCACTACAAGAATATGACTGCGTCGCGCATTGCGGAATTTGAACAATTGCACAAAAAAGTATAATGTAGTGTGCATTGCATACACGGGTGCACATGTACAACATACGGCATACAATATTATTTACCAGTCTTTGTTTGTAGAAAATCAAGTGCAGCGGCACGTCGTCGTCCCAAAGAAGTTATCATCATGGGTATAACGACCACATATGCAGCGCCCGGAACAGAAGCCGCCTTGGTCAGCAACGTCAAGCATTCGTCATCGTTGGCACAGAAACTCAACTGACCTAATTGGTGAATCGTCTTATTTACAGGAGCCATATCCGCACCCGCGGGAAAGAACACTTGTGGAAGAATTGTTCTGTTCGCCGGACGCGGCATGGGTCCGAGGGTCACATTCGCAATCACCCATATTACATCAGTGCTATTCCAGTAATGACTGACAATATTGGCAAGACAGGCAATGTCGTTGACCGCGGTGAGGTTGGCACCAATAGGCTTGTGTTTGGAGCCAAATCCGAGACCAAAGGTCTCGCACCGAATCCATTCATAGGGTTCTGGTGGGAAAGGAGGAGGTGGTGCCGCCGCGGACACCGCGTGTAGAAGAATGGCAACTGTAAAGACGAAGATCACTACGATATGTTTTTGCATAATATATGCGCACGGTATCGGTGTTACTACGGGGTGTGTTTACACGATAGGTAAATGAACGGCCGGAAGCGCAACACTGTGCGAACACTCGAGATGCGTACTCGAGTTTATATCTCGAGATATGATGGCATGTTTGTAGGTGCTGCACACAGGGTCTGTTCATTCACAGTATTTGTCCATCTTTATTCCACCCGACACATACAAACACCCACGTATGTCACAGGCATCAGTGGTGAGTGGTAACTCTGGCATCTCTGGCATGGGCCCCGCATCAGTGAGAGGCGCCTGTGGTTTTGTTCCAGCGTCGCACCCTGTGTACGTGCCAAAGTCGCCATGTTGTGAGTGTGAGAAAAAGAAGAAACTTGGGCAACAAGCCAAGGAAGCGCTCGTCGCATGGCGCACGCAACGTAAAGCGGTGTTGAGAAAATGGGTGGCGGAGGTTGTCCGTCACATTGGCAATGAAGTTTTGTCTGCCGCACGCAGAGGTACTGCGGTGTGTACATTTGACATGTCGGATCTCTGGTGCGATGTGCACATTGGATGTGTGACCAATGATCCCACCCAGATGGTTCCGCCGTCGTATGGTGAATGGCAGTGTATTGATGATGGGGCGTGGTTGCACTTTGGCGACAATACCCTGATTGATTTTGGCGACGATACTCTGATTGATTTTTTTGACACTGAGTTGAGTGCGGAGTATTTGATCGCGAAGATGTCCATTTCTCACGGCGACCAAGTTAGTACTACTCTGCCCGACCTACACGACGCTGAGATTGTTGTTCCATATGAGCTCAAGCTCGTTGTCAAGTGCATGCGCTCATCAGAGTAGAAACAAAATGTTTCCCCGTGCAACTGTATGACAACAGTATTCTATGTATCTCTCATATGAAACATTGTGTATTGCACATATGTATCTCTTGTTTCGCATATATTAGCATATCGGAAAAGAAACAAAAGCGAAAAAACACGCGACTTCACTGTGACATGCAACAACACATATAAATGTACAATCCACACAAGTACAGTGTGCATGGTCCCGTAGATAAAGAAGACGCGTCGGAAGAGACCGACAACGAGGACGCAAGTGATGATGACGTGCTGGAGAGTGATGAAGAAATTATCGTCATTCCTCGCACTGGCACCACAGCCACGCGGAATAATCTCGGTCGCACGGCAGCCCTTGCGGCGACATCTGAAAGCCACACATTAAGTCGTGCGAAACCTCAAAAACAGCAGTGTATCAAAGCACGAGAAAAACGATCCGCGGCATCCTCACGACGACACGACAGTCAATTCTTCATGGAACCTATCGATCCTCCAGCACAGAAAGCGCGCAGTGCTGTGACGACAACGGCGGCGGACGTAAAAGATTCACCAGATAATGCTGCAACAGCACCAACAATTGTTCCAAAGTTGAACTCGCGAATGCCATTTCAAGGAGGGCGCAGCGGGGCGACCCATCGTTTTGTGCAACATAGTCGGTCCAATTATCTGACCGGTCGCGCCACGGCAGGCCAAGAGATCATTGCGGCGGCGCCGGACACAGGTCATCGTGACCTGGCAACCGCCGAAGGGGGCGGTATACAGATTAATGACGACACTACTGCGATGGATGATAATGACGACAACGACAATGAGCGTCGCAAGAACAACCCGTATCATGAATTTGATCGTCCAGATGATTTAGTGCCCTTTGCAACGGATACGGATGCGCGGGGCAACGCGGTCACACATTATTACAGTGACCCGCGACGGATCGCGCCTGTCAAGGCAAGTCGTGCCGGTGCGGGATTGCCCCTGAGCGAAGAGGATCTCCAGAAGCCCAATTTGAACTTGATTCGCCTACAGGGCTACGATATTCACGCACCTCCCCGGCGACCGCACGACGAGATACCAAACCCGCCCCCAAATTACTATCGTGAGAAGACGCCCGCCGAACTCGCCAACGAAATCTACGATCAGCAGCGCTATCGTCACAATATGTTACATTACGATCGTATGCAAAATCACGACGGCATGCTCATGCAGGGAGGCGGATTTAACAATGATGTCGCGTTCCCGTACAACACGGAGAAGCGATTGACGTATCACGACGAGCGTGAGGCCTGGTTGCTGCGTCAAGCGGAACGGTTGCGCCAGACGACCGAGTCAGAGCGTGGCCAAGTGTCCAAAACAGCGCAAGAGATCATGCAATACGACGGCCCGGCACCCGAATTGAACGTACGTCCACGCAACCTAAACGTCCAACACGACATGGATGTGGGTGTCACAACAGAGCGACCGACGCACTGGTCCGAGTTGCCGCAGCAACCTAACACACAGCAGATGTATTGGCAAAGCGTCGATGCACCCGTCCACGCGTTTGCACATGCACACTCCGAGAGACCCGTCAACCAAACACAACGAGGCACAGCACACGCGCAGGACGGGCACATCCTTGCTCTAGCAGGTGGTCATGACACCGCCACACCCATCCCAATCATCGCTTTACAAGGCGAGCGGGATCCAACACAACGACTGGCACATGGTTCCCCGGCAAACGTCGCAACAATGTCCTCGTTATCGACGTCGCATCAACACTGCGACTACGATGTTTCCATGTCCGCCGTGCAGTCCGACCGTCCGACGACGCAACATCGCGGAGTCGTGCCCTCCACTGTAGTGAATAGTGTTGCAAGCGCAACTGAGCAGCCGCATGGGTGGCATGTATCACAGGCCAATCCGGACCATCATACTTTCCGGGGTGCCGCGCACGATGTTTCAGTTCAGGCACGACCCGCCGACATGAATATGAGCGCCAGTGGTGGTAGTGGAATGTTGCTTGCCACGCAACAAGAACGACCCCTTCCAGAACATCATGGCATGGAAATACAGCACACAGATGCCCTTATGCAAGCACGCGGTCCGGTGGGCGACGATGGGTACTTTGGTCATGTGGCGAACGCCACCATGGTCCTTTCGGACATCCACGCACCACGAACGGGAATGGAAGAAAGCGTCGCAGGTGCATCCGATCTTATGCGCCCACCACACGACTGGCAGCAGCAACAACCATACCATAACAATGCACCGATCATGACGAGCATGCAAACAGACAGGCCACCTCGCCCGGCACGCGTATATGATACAGTCCCAGCATTTGTGCAGCAGGATGTCTTGCAAGAGACGCCCGTTGCACAAACGCAAGTGTTCGTAGATCCAACACGACATGTACCGTTCCGCGGCGTCTCAGTGGACGCCAATGTCCAGGATACTGCCGTGAGCTCATCAGCATCTTCAATGTATGGCGCTGCTGCTTCTGTGGCCGTGATGATGGCGTCGTCGCAACGCGCGATGCCCGAGCGCTACACAAACCCTGACATAAACACGACTGTGAATGACACACCGTATGATTTTGATGTGACCTCCTCGACAATGCCGGTGTCGCATGCGGGTGACCGATTGTCCATGGGCACATATCGCAATACGACGATGACAGACGTTGCCGCCGCGGTACCGGACCATTCGCACCACACCTCGCAATATATACCGGCTCTGTTGGAACAGAACGTGGAACGCGGTACTGCGTCGCGACGCGAACAGAGCGCGGTGAATCCTTCCAACTCCGTACTCCCCGACGTATCGTTTGGCAGTACCCCGTGGACCTACAGTAGGAGTACTGCTGCAAATGAACACCCGCAACGGAGAGGCACGCAACCGGACTCGACAGTATCTCTGTTGGCCACCTCCTCAGCGCGAGATGTAGATTGTTCTTCTTCTATGATCATGGGTTCCACTGCGGCAGCACACACACGCATTCCGGGCCACCGCGACACGATTGTGCATGTGGATCCCCGTCGTACGGCACTCAGTACAGCCTATATCGATGCTCCCGGATATGTGCCGACACAGCCCCATGTTTCGGACCACGTAACGACCCAGCGCGATACTGCTGCAACTAATCCGCACAATGTCGGCATGCATAACTACAATGGGGCCGCTCCCGTCATGATGATACAGACTCCGAGTCAACACATTCCCACGCAACGCGACGTGCAACACCAACCTACACACGCGATTGTTGCACATCCAGCGTGGAACAGTACAGGGGTGATTTCTCACACCAACCACCATAGTTCCGAGGACGCGGCATCGACGCGAGGGGTCGCACCCGTGGAAGGACACTATTTTTATGGTAGTGATCCGTCTTTGCAGACACGTACATGGCAATCGCAATCCCTACAGAGCGACGGTGCGGCAGACAGAGGCCCTACGCAAGGCACCACAGCAACACCGTCGACCGATCTTTTCAAATATCACAACTTCTTTGCACAGTCACACGTTCCGCACGAACAGCAATTTCAGCGATCTCCACCTCGACGCGCCGACGTGACGGATCAATATCCGCGGCAACTGTACGCGATGGGTCCAGCACCACAAGCAATCCCAGCGTTCCTGGAAGTTCCCAATGGCCAGGTCATTGGTGCTGAGCGCCCGCTCGTGAGTGAAAACAATTTTCGCGGCCTTCACGAGCGACGTATGGAAACACATCAGTGCGATGACTCGGTAGCGCGCAGTCGTATCGCTGCGCAGTACTCTTCGCGAGAGAGGAGGAATCACACCGATGGCCGATCAATAACGTCCCCGTACAATGACATTCGTCGCGTTCCCGACAATGACGTTATTGCGTCATTGAGTAGTCCCAGTAACAGCACGGTACTTCAATCGATTCCGAGTCGCGACCGCAGCAGTGGACTGTCTGCGTCCGAACGTGTGCGTGACGTGCGTCAGGGCACCCGGGAAGTGATGCACGTGTATGACTGAAACGATCACACGACACGTCATTAAAAAAAAGAAACTGAGAGTGCGTCTACAACAAGCATATTCTTATCGGCGGGGTTTTTTTTATTTTACGGGCTCTTGCAGAGGGTGTCTCCTTTTGAGCAACAACTTACGCCATAGAATCGTCAGAACATATGCACCGTAGTACTGTGATGGAATGAGTAAAATAAAGGTTGCAATCGCAATTGCATATCGCCACGGGCTGAGATTCGCATAATCACCCGACACAAATCCCGATGCAAAGATGGCAATGGCTACACCTTGCAAAACTGTCTTCGTAAACCACTCATGAACTGTTATGGCTTGTATGATGCGGTAGGTTAGTGGGTGTCGCGGGTACAGACGGTATCCAATGACGGCAGCATATTGCGGGAAATTGTAACATGTGAACCAGCCGAGTAGGCACAAATAGTTGTTATACGTCCGCGACCATATTTGATAGATGCCGGCGACGAGTCCAACATTGAGAATCGCAAATGTGTGATGTACCATGACGGGAATGCTCACAGCCTGCCGATACGCCAGTTCGACAAGATACATGACAAGGATGTACACGCCAATGACGCGCTCTCCTTGCACGTCAAAGGCATCCAGCGGCCCATTAGGCGCAATGAATCGCTTGAGCATCACCGCGGTAGCAACAGGTAGGAGAGCAAACTCACTGATGCCCTGGGTGATTTGGAAGGAGGTCGCACGCTTCTTTTCATCGTCCAGACTGTTGAAGACCTGTGGAATGCGCCACGCGAGGATCTTTGTGCACACACGCACGCCCACCAAAAAGTAGGCCGAAAAGGCCGCGAGAATAAGAAGAGCACCATCAATCCCAGTGTGTCCCAACTGACTTGCATATTCTCGCTGAAACAAAGATGCCGTCGCAGACACATTGTCGGCTGAATCGACGGCAGGAATAATAATGCACTGCAAAGACATTTTGCCACCGCTATGTGTGCGAGCGATCTTCCCCCACGCACACAAGAATAAATATACAATGGTATGTTCCTCTTGCACGCCGTGCGTACACCCATATATTACATGCATATGCACAACTTGAAACGGAGGGTGTTTCGTATGTAGAGAAAATATAACAAGAAGAACAAAAACCACACAAAAGTTTCGGTACCAGCGATAATGTGTATATTGTTGGTGCTACATACGGTAAGGAGACCATACATACATTTGCGGGCGCACAATACACACAGACATACCACACATAAGAAATACACTATGTGGTAGTAGAGTAAACAGCAATTACTACTAGTACCATTTGCGGTACACCTGATAAGAGAGAGGGAAGGAACTTGTTTTCATAACGCGCTCAAGAACAACGAACGTATAGTATGGCAATCTATGTTCGGCACGGGGACGATCACCATCAACCCGGTGTGACGTCCAAACACGATACACCACTCACAGAGCGCGGCAAAAGCGAGGCACGCCGAACGGCGCTCGCATTACAGCGCGCGTACGGTCTTCCGACGGTCATTGTGTGCTCACCGTACATGCGCGCTCGCCAAACGGCGGAAAAAATGGTCAAGGCGCTCGGGGTATGCGTGTCCGTTGTGGTCGACCCCGAATTGTCCAAGTATGTGACGCGTCGCAATTTGCGCGATCTGGACGTACGCAACGATACACTGCGACATGCACCTCCGATCCAAGAGACGCGCGAGGAATTCCAGGCCCGCGTCATGACGCACTACACGGATCACGTTCTGAACAGCGACCGCGATCCAACAAAGATGGTCTGGTATATCACGCATGGTATCTTTGTGCGGGAAATTGCTGTACGATGCTGCCACCTACCCGCGCCTCATCAAATCGATAGTTGCCATTGGGTGAACGTGACAACCAAACAAACCAGTTGGCAGAAGGAGCAGCATCACCACCGCGGCGGAGCCATCACTGCAACGGCGACACGATCACCTGCGGCGGCCGCCGCAGACGTTGTTCCGCATTTTCCGACGACGGCCACAACAACAACAACAAAAATGTCTGCTGCAGCGACTCCCAACAACAGCAACAGCAGCCATTTCATTGTTGAACATGCTCTGCAATCTGCTGGGCCTGTTGTGAGAATGGATGCCTCGGATTTGTCGGACGCAGCCACTGTTGCCGCACTGCTCGCAAACCGGCGCCCGCCGGCCGTGACGACCGATAAAGGCACTCGTGCAAAGCCGTCGTCACACCACGCCTCATCGTCCACGAAAAAGCAAAAGACCAATAAGAAGCAGAAAGGCGACAACAGCAGGAATGGATCCAAGTCTAAACATCATGGAAAAGAAGACCGTTCGTCGGCACCGTCTCATCACCACCATCATAATAACAACAGGCCACACGCTTCTTCCGCTCCTTCGAAGAGCAGCACACCACTGTTGACAGATCGGACACACACTGCGTGGAAACACCACACCAGCGATCACGCATCATCGGTCACTCCTGTCGTGCCGCGCTTCTCGTTGGAGCAATAACAAATAAAAATCTTATGACCGACCCTATGTGTGTTGTGTATTTATTATGTCGACTCGACTGTAGTGTCTGAACAAACAAACACAGTCACAGAAGGGAAACGAAGCCTATTATTATCTTTACACGGCTTGAACATGCACTTCTTCCGTCGTGCGTGGCGCCTGTCGAACATTTTGCGCAGGCGGAAAATGGGGTGGTTTGGCCATGTTGGCATTGTCGAACATGTCGCGAATTTCGTTACGATCAATTGTTTGCGTAATCGTGTTGCGGCAACATACGCGTGTGTAACCCAGTGATGCAAGTGCAGCAACCTCGTCAAAATTGTGCGCTACTAACTGGCGCGTTACGCGATCACGATCTCCACGCAATACCTTGCGGCACACGAAACATCGTACAGGAAGCATATTTTCTGGACACGGACACTGGTACGAAAACCAGGCAAGTAGCGAAAACCGAAAGAAGGAACTGTCCTGGCCACATACACCATACTATGAAAACATTCATATTTTGCATGTACATCTCTGCACGCGTTTTATGCACTTGTACATGCATTGTGCTCGCACACAAAATATGTTTGGTGTATTTATTTGAGAAGACAAACAACAATAAATTCTCCGCATATTCCAAAATCGCTGACAGACCAATCCTTGGACTGAAGAACATAATCCGTACAAAAGTCAAAAAACGAACTGCAAGGGAAAATCGGCTCTCTATATATGACAACTCGAGAAAACAGATCTTGAGAGTCATTGTCGGAAACAAAATTTGTGTATGTCAGGTGTGTCTCTTTGTCGTGTTGTCTTTGGAAGTGTACAATTGCAACACACAAGCATGTCGCAATCGTCATCTTTGGTCGTGGTGGATGCTCGTACATGCCGACGTGGTGGGTGTGGAGGTACCAAAACAACGTTACTCACCGACGACGGTTGGGCCGTGTACATCCCGAATCGTGTTGATGGCTCGTGGCTCCGTATGGAATGGCCTCGTATCTTGTCGGACGAAATCTACATGCAAACAATTTTGAAGGCGATGGGTATTCGAACGTTGGTTTTTGAACCGTGTATTGTCAGGGAGCACACCAAAACTGCGTCAGAGGAACAGGCAGCAGCAGCACCGTCCCATATCGATCTTGAAACATGTCGTACTCGATCCTTTCAATACATGGCTGACCACAATGGCGAATACGCTTTTGACACAAAGGACTGGTACAGATCCCCTTGGATTCAACAATTTGCAAGCATGCGTACCAATCCACTTAGCCTTTTAAAGAAAAAGGAGGACGATACGTTACCCGATCTTGAGGAAGAAGACGACACATTTTCGTCGTCTCCGTCAATGAATGATGTTAACATTCGTCGAGCCTCGATGGAGAAGGTGTTTGGAAAGGGTGCCAATGTCAATGCAGTCGAAACAACGGCTGCACTGTGGCGGCCTGTCTGCGACACGCTCTGGGAGGACGTGTGTCGCATTGCACAAGCGGGCATTGATCTCGGTTCCGACAGTTGGAACGTTATGCTTGTTCCTGTTCCAAAAAACAACAATTCTTCTTCTTCTTTGACAGCACCATCGACGACGTCGTCAGTGTATTATCAGGCGCGATTCTTTGCGTTTGATTTGTCGTCGAAACGCTATCCAAACCCCCGGCGCATTCGTGTCGATGAGAACAACACTGTCCATCTACCAAGGAATGATGATGGCACATTGAAGGTTGTGCGGCCAGAGCAGCAATGGAAATCTTGGGCGATCGGTGCCTTTCATCATCTTGTGCAAGATGTTGTTTGGGGGGTGTGTGCGCCTGTCGACATGGTCTGCATCCCTGAAAACCTGCAGCCCCTTATTGCCGGAATCGAGGCACTATATGACAGTCTGTAGTGTATATATAATCTATATATATGAGGAAAACCCGACCAAAAAGAAGGACATGTTAATTAGTTATATACACAATGTGTGTGAATAAAAGAGTGTTGTTATATTACGAGACACTTCCATCACTGGGACAGGAGCACACTTCGTCGTAATCATCGTCGTCGCCAAATTCAATGATCAAGTCCGGGTTAGACTCTCCGACCATGGCGGAGGGAGGAATACACCCCACCGCCTGATGATACACTTGTGTGTCCTCGTCATAGTCTTCGTGCTCATGCTGTTGATGTTGTTGTTGCAATAATTGTTCTTGCTCAATCTTGGCATCCATCAAACTGAACAATTGCGTGTAGACATTTTTCAAGGCGGGCACTAGGAAGTGAATGGCGGTACGGCGAACCACTGCAAAGTCGTGTGGGTCCACCAACTGGGCACAGCCACGTGCGGCTTCCTCGACAATGCAACGACTCACGTCACCAAAGTTGGTCGCTTCATATAAACGACTCGTCTTGTAAATTTCAGTGGCCACAGAGCGCAAATTCCACTTGGAGCGATCCAGACGGTTGCACACGAAACTGATAGCCAACTGACTGTCCTCGCGGACGTAGCCATTGTGACCCAGTTTGCGGAGTTCCTGCTTCAGGCGTCCCAGCAAGTGTCGTGCGCGTTGGGCCTGATTGTCGGGTAACTGGGCAATGCTCGTCGTCAACAATAATGGTGGAGCAGTTGTTGTTGTTGCTGCTGCTGCTACGGGAGATGTGGCCTCGTCCGTAACAAATACACCATTGTCATGTGCTAATACACTGGCATCAGCAGCAACAGCGGGACGGCGCGGCCGCTTTCTGCCGTTGCCGTGTTGATGGTTTCGAGAAGACGTGGCGGCGGCCGACATACTGTACTGTAGTATCAACAAAAAGATCTACTCCTACAAAGAGGAGAAATGAAGAAGAATAATTATATATCCGTTGCACGCGTCTCTGAGTGTACGCACGCACGACTCAGTGTTTTTACCATACTATTCACCCATAACAAAATTGGTGTATTATGTAGAGTATCAATATCCAATTTTTTTCATTTCGTACAACGTGGGAGCCGCAAAGGACATGTACACTGTGATGCGTTTTCTCGTAAATATATATATATTTACGACGGAATGGTGTACCACTGACCGTTTCCAACCGACTGTAACATCCGACCTTGTCCCGGACTGAGTGGAAGACTGGTAAGACCACTATTGATTTGGTCGCCTGCGTCCGGAACAGTAATACTTGCCGTGTTCGCCACATTCGTATCAATGCGCCGCACGATAACAATGCGACCAGGTAGAACCGCAGATGGATTCACCAGAATATTCGACGACGGCAGTGTCACCACGCCGTTACTTCCCGCAGTCATTGCCGACACATCGATAAATACGGTACTGTCTTGGTCATTCATCTGGTAGACGGGGGAATTGTCCACGGGCGCGTACGTGACGACCCCGAGCGCCACACCACCGGTCGAGTTCATCGTACCCGAGTTATTCGTGCTGCGGTAGCGCAAAAAATTGCCCTTACCCGCTGGGCCACCATCCTGTGTAAAGCGTAGCGCGGGTGGTTTCACGTAGGGCGTCGTGTCCTGCTGGAACGCGGCATCCAGATTTGCACGTGGAAGCGTGGCACTGCAGTCGTAGATGTTGACAGCGGGGGTGAACGGGCCTTGTTGGCCCACAATGGGGTCCTGATTGCACAGAGCAAGAATTTTGCGAATGTTCTCGCGCCCGAATCCTCCCGGTTCGACCACCAAATTGCTCTGTCCGACGGACACGCTCCCCGTGAATGCCAGATTCCAGGTCCAGGACAAAACGTTGGTGGCAATGTTGGGATTTCCCGTCGCGTAGTCGTCAAAGTCTTGCACGAGCACGCTGGAATTGTTCATCGCACTGCGCACGCCCGGTACAGTATTCGCCTGATAAATACTTGTAAAGTTGAGCGGTGTCGGATCGAGTGGCCCAAACGTACCTGTGGCCTGAATCTGCATCAACGCGTTGGTCTTGGTAAAGGCCATCTCGCTGGCGGCCGAGGCCCCGTCGACGAACAGAAACATGGCGCGTGGTGTCCCTGCGTCCTGGTATGCGCGATGCGTGCGGTACGCAATCTGGTCCTCCTTCGAAATAATATACTTGTCAGGCTCGATATCCAAAAAGGATGGGGCGACCCACCAGACGGTGTCAAGGTTCGCGTTACCAATTTGACCCGGCGCCAACGCAGTTGCGGTCGCTGTCGTGTCGACATTGTACGTGCAGGCCTGTGAGAACAGCGTTCCGTTACGGAGCGCGACCGCACATTGCACTACGGCAGGATTCGCGTCTTGTGCTGGCGGCACGGTATAAAAGGTCTGGAAGATGACACGATTGATGGTGAAAATGCCGAGGAATTGTGCGCTCACGTTTAACGGGCGTGGTGTGGTGTTGTCGACCGCAGTCGTGTAGATGGTTCCAAGAATGACATCATAGATGCCACCAATGTCATTCTTCGTCGAGGGAGGTACGGCCGGGTCTGGACCCACCGTGATCGTGCCCTCCAGAATGGTCGTGCCGGGTGTGCCCTGGATCGTCACGTTGCGTGGCAAAATAAAGTCACCCAACAGGTACGTACCCGGTGCAACCTGGAACTTCCAGGGGGTCACAGGCGACGGCTGAATCAATTGTGTTGCAAGTAGTGACACTGCCTGTTGGAACGTCTGCACGGGCTTGCTGTAATCCTCGGCCACACCACTCGCCGTGCCGTACTTGGCATCGATAAAGATGGTCAACTCTTGAAGTACGGCCCCACCTGCACCGGTCGCACCGACGGAACCCGTCGCACCCACAGGTCCTGTCGCGCCAGTGGTGCCGTTTATACCACTTGCGCCGGTAGGCCCGGTCGATCCCGTTGCTCCATTGAGACCACTTGCGCCGGATGGGCCCGTTGCACCCGTGGCACCGGTGACTCCGCTTAGACCGGAAGCCCCTGTGACACCCGTGGCGCCAGTGGCTCCATTCAGACCCGAAGATCCGGCAATTCCGGACGCACCAACGGGTCCTGTGGCGCCGGTGGCCCCACTTCCTGCAGGTCCTGTTGCACCCGTCGCACCGGTGGATCCAACGCACTTCTTGTGCTTGGGATGCTTCTTCTCATGGCAGCGCTGACAATGTCCTAGTGTTCCTACCGTGCAATCAGGACAACAACGCGTCGTTGTGGGAGCAGCAGCCTGCTGTATCCGCGGCACGTTCTTGAACGGACGTATGATACCAGCCATGTGTATATAGATTGTTTTGCACTTCGGACCAAATCGATAATCAACAAACAACGGTACTTGATTGGGTACGTCCTCTTTTGTGTGTGTGTGTGTTCGTATGTACTACCCGCTTTATATGTACACGCGTCGGTCACTAAAAGACATCAGCCAACATGTCCGTTCGTGCGCACACACAAACGAGCAAAAACCATACCACAGGTTTAAAATACACGATGCAATGATGCACACTGACATACATTACGGGACATTAGGACACTCTACATCCGGGTTAAACCCCCACGACACATACAGTGCCATAATACGGTACCGTTTGTGAACTTTTGCATTCATATACGCACGCACAAAATCGGTCGCACCAAATTCATCATGACACATGCGCACAATATGGGCGTGCCCATACGCAGAGGCAGAGCACATGGCCGACTCAACAGCCGTACTACCCCAGGTTTTGTGACACACGCGCACAATCTCTGCGTGACCACCACCTGCAGCCTCGCACATTGCAGCGTCAACATCATACGCGTCAGTGCAACCCCACTCATCATGACAGCGTTGAACAATCCGCAAGTGGCCGTGTCGCGCAGCAGTTCGCATGGGTGTATGCGTGTCTGTAGCGCCCCACTCGTTGCAACAAATTTCCACAATCCGTTCATGCCCTTTGCGGGCGGCCTCCACAGCCGAGTCGTTGACCTCATGACCACCCCACTGCTCTCGGCACAGTCGCAGGATAGACTCATGGCCACCGCGCGCTGCGGCCAACATGACAGAATCCACATCTGATACAGGACCCCACTCTTCGTAACACATTCGCACAATAGATTCGTGACCCCGCTCGGCTGCATGGTCCATCGCACCAAGAATATCGGATGCACCGTACTCATCGTGGAAGAGTCGGACCAAGGCTTCATAACCACCCCATGCCGCGGCGTCCATCGCATAACCCACCAGCCCAACGGCACGCCATTCGTCGTGACACAGTCGTACAATGCGCACATGACCCTTGCTTGCGGCTGCTACCATTGCCTGATCCACATCGGTGGCGTGATACACGTCATGACATAGACGAACAATAGCCTCGTGTCCCGCCTGTGCCGCCGTTTCCATGACATGGTTGCTGTCTGTGGCGCCCCAGGCGTCGAAACATAGACGCACCAATTTTTCGTGCCCACCACGAGCAGCACACGCCGCTACAGTATCCATATCGTCTGTGCTCGTTACATTGAACTCATTGACGCACATGCGAACGAATGCTTCATGGCCATGTCGAGCGGCAACCCATATGGGCTCGTGAGGCAAACGAAAGCCTTTTCGGGGCCTATATATCTCGAATTCGCAACACAGGCGCGCCACGGAGAGTTGACCGTATTTGGCCGCGCATAACATGAGGCTCCGTTGTATACGGGACGACCATTCTCCGTAACAGAGCTTCGATCGAATCCACCGTAGTAGCGCAGCGCGGCCCTCCCGCGCCAAATGTACAAAGGAAGGGCGACGTAGCATGGACGTGGCATGGCGCTGCGCAAAGTTACACCACTGTTTATTCGCCAGCGCAACCAGGGGACCATAGGCCGGTGCGTAGCGAGTCAATATGTGTATCTGCACGTCAGCCGATAGTATCGATTGCATATTTAGAGTACGTAAGCAGAAGATGATACCATTTTCAGAAGGCTCTATATATTATATATACAATACACACATTACGACTGTGAATGAACACACACTCGAGATGTATAAACACTCTGGGGAAGAGAACTACCAGATTATTCTCTCCAACGTGTGTGCGTACAATGTAGATGTAAATAATTAACTCGAGTTGTATTGTAAATATATTATATTTTTACACAGACAATCACTTCCTGTGGGACTATTGTGTACACTGTACACCTACCATTGAAGAACAACTTGCAGTACACACGCTGGTGCTAAGTCACTCCTTGTGTATGTGTACAGAAAAATAATCACACGCCTATAATTACAGTATATCATCCTCAACTCGAGTGGGTCATTCACAAGAATTTCTGGATCGCACTGTCAAATAATTGTTGATTCAGTAACTTCATAACCTGGGGAACATGCTTTTTCAGCCACCGAGATCTCCTTGAGAATGAACTTGGATAACGCTGTGTCGTTGGGTCCACTCCAAAGTAATCTTGCCAAATCTGACGCTCCAATGCATTCAATTCCGCACCAGCCTTTTTACGACACTGCTCTGTCTCGTCATCATTGTCTGCTGACACACGACTCGCAGCCGACGAAGCAGAACAACAAGATTTCTGCTTTAGTGCACAAGGCAAGACAGCACCGCCAACCCGTGGCTGTGTTTCCCAATACAAATCCGCCCGGCGCACAAGCAGTGCTACCACCGCTTTCTGAACGGCGGGATCCTTCAATCGGTCGGCACAGTCGGGTGCCACCGCAAGAAGACTCTGTTTTGACATTGAGACGTCTCTGTTTTGCACCTGTTCCTCGGTGTTTTCGTAATTAATTCTGGCGTCGAGCACACAGGCGCGACTGGAACCATACTATCTCGAGTTTTCCGTGTCTCGAGTGCCATGTATGTTGTTGGTGTCACTGGCGCCAGTACTAAATAATTTACTTTCTTTGTTACACACGAGAACTAAAACAAACAAACTGTTGGAATATCAGAACATGGTGGCGTACGACAATGATAGTGGTGCTTTCCTCCTCATTTTGATGGGAATTAGCGCGGTTTGCGCATGCATTGTTAAGATTGTTACGAATATAATCATCTACTGTTGCTGTCCCGACAAGAACAATGGTGCCGACGACAATGAGCAAGATGAGCAAACGCCAACTCCGTTACCATCGCACACCCGCTTGGCAACCATTGAACGCATCCTCGCGTTGACGCCGATTCCCAACGCAGACGCGATCGAGTGCGCGCAAGTCCTGGGCTGGAGCACGGTCGTGCGCAAGGGCGAATTTGCGGTGGGTGATTTGTGCGTGTGGCACTGTCCCGATACGGTGGTGGACATCTCACGTCCGCGGTATGCGCTGTTGGCCAAATCAAAGGGACGTATTCGCACGCTTCGTCTGCGCGGGCAAGTGTCACAGGGCCTGGCGCTTCCGCTACACCTGTTCCCTGAGTTGGTGACGACGCAGCCGAGCCAAGAACATGCGGACGTGACGGACGATGTTGGCATTCGCAAATACGAGAAACCTGCCGTGTCTGGTAACCGATATGGCGCGCTGTACGAATGGCCGACCTTTTTGCGCAAGACGGATGAGCCGAATCTGCGCAACTACCCAGACAGTCTGGTCCGCGACTACGCGGGGAAGGAGGCGTATGTGACCATGAAATGCGACGGGTCCAGCATTACCATGTTTTTGCGCAACGGTGTTTTTGGTGTATGCCAACGCAATTTTGAAACTCGCCGCTCCGATGTTGCCGCTGCTGCGACCACCATCGGTCAAGAGAGCAACGGCGATCTGAACAACGAGGAGGAGCCTGCACATCTGGCCTCGCCCTACTGGACGGTTGCGGTCAAGTATGCTGTCGAGCGCCGTATGCGTGCGCTTGGACGCGACAATATTGCGATTCAGGGCGAGATGTGTGGTCACCGTGTCAATGGGGATCATATGAAGATTGGTTCGGACTTGCGTCTGTATATTTTTAACGTGTGGGACATTGAGACTTCGCGGTACTTGGATGTGGACGATGCGCTGCAGATAATGCATCAGTGGAATGACGCAATCAAGGACAGCAATTCGTATTTGTCAGCGCCTCCTCTTGTATGGGTTCCGTTCTTGTGGCGCGGTATCATCTCCGAAAAGGAACACACATTGGCACACTGGATCGCGTTGGCAAACGACTTGCAGTACCCGAACGGTGCGGGCCCGGCGGAAGGTATCGTATTACGCACCACACGCGAGGAATGGTCGACCTACTTGAAGAATCGTGTGTCGACAAAGATTATTTCCGAGGCCTTTGCACTCAAATATGGCGAGTAGGATCTCTCTTCCAAAGAATGTTGTATGTTCAGCATCCGTGTGATATATATCCTCTCTCTCTCTCTCTTTAAGCCACGTTCAACGCGTATATATGTGCTGTGTTTCCTTGCGTTCGTACGTGTGACAGAGCAGTGGCGTGTGCGAGTATAATGTGTATATATACATTTATGTTGATTCTCATGGCAACAGATTGTGAACTCTATAGAACGCAGAAACAATGCCGACGGAATTATGCGTCTCCTCCGCGATTCGAATGCATTCCTCGTCCGTCGCATTCCAGGAGTCACGAATGAATTCAACAAGCGATCGAAATCTCGTGGTGACAGCACCGACAAGCGCCTCGTAAATGTCGGTGGCACCCAATTCGTCATGAAGAACGCACATAGTGTGTTTGTGACCGCCCCATGCGGCCCAGTGCAAAGCCTGATTTACGTCACGGGCACCCCACAGGTAGCATAAACGCACACTATGCAGGTGACCCGAGCGCGCCGCAGCGACCATGGATTCATTCACATTGGTCGCATGCCACTGATCGTGGCACATCCTCATAATGTCGTCATGACCGGCCCATGCGGCTGCTATCATGGCAGCATCGACATCTAAGGCACCCAACTCATCGTGACACAGTCGTACAATATGCTCCTGACCTGCACGCGCCGCCTCCGTCATGATGACATTCGCCGATATAGACGCGTCCGTATTCCATTCGTGATAACATAGTCGGATAATGTGCGCGTGTCCTTGCTGAGCCGCACGCAAAACTGCAGTCTCCAAATGCGCTTTCGCACCCCACTCATCATGACACACCCTCAGGGCGCATTCATGACCTCCGTCGGCCGCTTCTACCATCGCATTCTCCACATCTGCATGCGTCGCTTCCCACTCGTCGTGACAAATACGCATCAGGTGCACGTGTCCGTGGAGCGCCGCAGCACACAACGCCGATCCCACCCGCCCCATCGTGTAATATAATCGCATGAGACCTTCGTGACCACCTGCGGCAGCCGCGCGCATAGCATCAGAGTGTAACCCCGCGAGATGCCCCGCACTCATACCATTACTCAATTGGTCCATCCTAGATATACATATGCCAACTAACTGCGCGTGACCACCACGGGCCGCGCATCGCAAACTGTTGTTAATAACATAGTAATAGGGCCACCATGCAAAGAGCAAGCGCGTTACGTCGTCGTGCCCGTTTTTGGCCGCATGTTCGATGATGCGATGTTGCAACCAGCCGTGCCAGTCGCCGCGAACGGAGGATAATCGCCTGCTTCGAACCCATGTCAATAGCGCAGCGCGACCTTCGCCCGCCACTTGTATCAACTGATGGTAGTGTTCAGGTTTCGGCGTAATACAACAACGGATAGCACACCCTTTATAATCAGCATTGATTGTATTTTCGTGTTGCGCGTGAGGAAGCGGATGCATGGCCGCCGCCGCACCACATAGTTCTTTCCACCGTGCACACGCTAACGCAATCAAGGGAGTGTACGCATTCGCGTACGTCACGAAAAGATGTCTCTGTACGTCACCACACAGAACAGAGTTCATGATGTTAACATGAAAACGCACGCGACGTACATAGATGAGAGTCAGATACACGATGTGGGATAATTGACTCGAGAATCATACTCTCGAGTTTTTGCAACAAATAATAATGCGGACAGGTAGCCTCAATATATATGAACACTCTGCCACTGATACTCTCCGTGCTGACTGTGTGTCGTTATTGTCTTCGCTTCGAGAAGGATGATCCTCAAATACGCGGGTTGGTGGCTCCTGTTTATAGCAGCGGTTATTGTTGCCACTGCCGCCGGTGACAATGTGACAGTAGTATCGAGCCCATTGGAGAAAACTAATGTTACGCGCCCGCTGGATCTACCTCATGAACCTTGGTATGAAAGACTTGGTTACTTTGTGATGGCGACCGTGATGTTTTTCTTCGTCGGTTTTTGTTGCGTGTCTGTGTGCCATTGTGACTCGGGCCCATCACTATTCAATCCACGCCCGTATCGCCCACACGATCACTAATTGCGTCTGCACACACACACCGCCTCTGAAACGGTCAGAATATATTTGTACATACTATGAACTATTGTGTCTCTTTATTTCACATTTTGCGCCGCCGTGTATCTATTCACACACACATCACAAAAGTAACATGCATATATATATATATGTATGTACAGACGCACGTGATCACCCAGTATGTACGTCTTTTGGAAGGCACTGCGAACAAAGAAGAATGCACCTGAGAGTCAACGTTTCTAGAGAGTTTTGTTTGACGTTACATGGGTCTGTTTTTTTCCCGATTGTATATGGCAAAGTCTGAAGAACTTGCGTGTGCGACACGTACGTCTCCATTGACCCACATCTCCTCGGAACAAGTTCCGTTACGACACACAATTATGGGTGCAGGTTTCACGCGTGTACGCCAACAACACCAGGACGAGGCACGACTCGCCGAGGACATCCAGCAGGTTGCGCAGAAAATCGTCGCCACCGCCAAGGAGGTCGGATACGATCCGTCGCGTCCTGACACGTGTAACCGACTCGCGTTCTTCTACCACAATAAGTTGCAGCAGTTCAACCGCACAACGCTCGTCCACATTGCGTACAACATTGGCCTCGCGCCGACGCCCGAGGAGTTGCGCTCCGTGAACAAACAACAAATTTGCGACGTTATTATTGCATACTACCGTCGAAAGATTGACCTTGTGCAGTACATTGAACTTGAATTGGACGGGTCCTGTCGCAGAGCGGAGCGACAAATTGCGGCCAATATGGAGCAGATGTTAGAGGGTGCGTCGCGACAGGTACAACAACTCGCCTATCAACGACTGATCGCACTCAATGACGCTGTCGTTGCGCTCTTCAGCCACGCCGATGCCGCACTGCACACCATCGTGAGCGAGGATATTTCCCCAGAAGCGTTGGAGCGCTACATCGAACAGGTGTTCTCAACGTTGGAGCAAGACAAGGTCAACTGTTGTCGTCGCACGCATGCGCTGCGGCAATTTGCATGGGAGCCCATCACGGCGGGAAACAATGTCAAGTACCATAACACGTTCACAAACGAGGTTGCGGATCGGTTGCCTCGCATTACGCGCATCGAGCCCGAATTCCCAGTTGGACAAATCCCATGTTAGAAAAAATATAATTAGGTAAAACATTCAATAATTAATCCAGACACAAAGAAAACGAGGCAAGTGTAGCAAAGCGTACGCACGACGGTCGCGGCGACACATCATTTACGCCAGACATGGGATCACGCCACGCCAAATCTGCACCGTATGCAAAGACGATATTCTTCGCATTCCCAGCAACCATCGCGGCACGTGACGCACATAGTACCCGGGTGGGTGTGCACAAGTCACCCGCATTAGCAACAAGTCCTAAGGAGCAACCCCACGACGACATGTTGACAATCGCCATTCATACGGACCTGTTTGAAGGCCTTTACGCAGATGCCACATTGTATGAGTTGGTAAAGACATACAGTCGCCACAATGCGCTGCACGTGTCGATGCGCGACATACGGAATGTGACATACCACGACTTTGTGATGGATTGGGATCTACCCCTGAAATGGCTACCGCTCACGACCAAACGTGATCCATTGATTCTCGTCATCAAAGACGACGCCCTCCGTCTAACACTGTTGTAACGCGTACGTGCACGGATATATATATATATATATACATACCCACATATATATCACAGACAGACAGACAGACCGACCAATCAATCAAACAACACATTTCTTGGTGTGGTATGTCTTTTTTTAGTCCATTTTAGAAATATTAAAAATCTCTGGCGCGCCCGCATCCACGCTCAACGTACGTGACGTACATACATCACATATTTATATTCATTTTCTACGCACGTCGCAACGATGGCCGAGTCGGAACCGACAGACGCGACTGGAAAAATTGTTACCAAAAGGAATCGTGTGATTAACAAAGTGATCCAACACCCCTCCACGTTCAATTCCATTCGAGCGCTATGCAAGCACTTGGGTGAAGTCTGGGAGATGGATTTGATTGGCTCACTGGAAGCGTACCAATCCGAACATCAATTCCCACCCGACGTGGGCTTTGTCGCGGCATACATTATTTGGTCATATCCCCTACCAAACGATGAGTGCAAACGATTTGTGTTTGATGCATGGGTCGAGGCCATGCAGTCCATCAAAACGTTGACGTCACAGTTGCACTTTTTACTGTTCAAAAGGTTGCGGACACTGACGCAAATGTACTACACTGGAGATTTCGACATTGCATTCCTCATTGTAGAGCGAATCATCAACGCCTTCATACCGGACGAGGAAACGTGCGATCAGCGTCTACGCGAATTCGCAAACGGGAAAGAAGATTGATTTTTGTATTGTATCCATCTATGTGTATATATATATATGTATTGTTTCATCACGATCCAAAAATACATCTCTTTGCGGCAACAAATAACAAAAAACCTAAACCAGAACGCCAGAATATTAATTACGATCACACCAAAGCAAAAGAACGACAACACCCTGTCACTCATCGGGCCACTTCACATACACGAAAATCTCACTCTCACGCACACGCACAACAACATACAATGGACAGTGACAGTTCGGAACATATTGAGATAGAAGTCGTCGACAACAAATCCATGGAACGGCGATTGCGGAACCCGCCCGTGCTCGTAACCACCTCCGTCTTGGGTCCTGATTTGTTCGCGTCGTTTGATGCGTGGTGTTACTACCTCAGCACACAGGTGTGGCATATTGATTTAGTCCGACTGCAGCAAAGACAGTCCTCTGAGCAACGCCACCCTGCTGTCGTCGCGGCCTATCTTGCATGGGCGTGCCCTACCGAATCGGCAACAAGGGACCAGGCATTTGTGATGGACTCCTACTATGAGATTTTCAAGGACTGGCAGTGGCGCGCGCCCGAGCACCAGTTAGAATTGTGGGGCGATTTCGGTCTCCTCGCGGAGCAGTACTGGCCACAGACGAGCAAGCATGTCGCACGGGCCATGGCAATCTTTTCCAACCAAGAAAAGGTACCTTGTATCCAGCGCATCAATGTCGGCGCGAGGCACACGGAAGCACCACAAAAAGACGCGCTACAGTAAACCCGACTGTTATCACAGACCATGTACTCGTGTAGAGTGACACAACAAATATACATATTACATAGATGTGTATATTATGCGGAAAAGGAAGCAAGCTTGCGCGCGCTACAATCGATTGTGGAGGACTAGTACGGGCGGGTATTTGACAAAAGATGCAATGTGTGATAGGTGCGTGTAGCCATACCTCGACAAGGCAGCGGCCAAAATTTCCGAGTGCACACACTCCACATACACACAATACCCTAACGGTAGAAAAATCTGTTCCACATGCTGCAAAAAGCGGCGGAAATGACCCTGATTCCGAAACTTTGCATGCACCTGAACATTTGCAATCTCAATGGTCGACATCATTTTGCCACTTGTGACGGCACTACTTGTCGCCGCCGAAGTGGTACTATCGTCTGCTGCTGCTGCAGCAGCGGCCGTCGCCGGCATAGGCAGGTAGCGCTTAGTACGACGGAAATAACCATGCAAATGATACGCCGGTAGTTCCAGGCGTGCCGTGTCCCCCATGTACTGATGTTGCCAGACGTGACCATCCCGCGATGTCATGATCATCTTGAGGTCCTCCATATATGTGATACACCAACTCGAGTTATGACACAAAAATAATCTATACTGACCACGGGTGTACCACCACCTGACCACTTACACCAAGACAGAGGATGATGGATGACAAGACAGGCAACCGTGTGTACACACCACCAATCTTCTGTATGTATATACTCTAGGTCCACTGAACCAAGGATGCTGTAACAATCCTTGTCTCGAGTTTGTCATAACTCGAGTCGTACTACCTGTGAAACTACATAGTGTTTTGTAGTTGTTACTGTGGTACAGCCTCGCGTCTCTTTGTATATTATGGATCCAAGTTCATTGGCGGAGCATCAGACATTGCTCACGAAGCGTATTGATCAATGGATGTCTCGGGCGAGTCCTCCCAGTGGTGCTATTTTGTCGGCAAAAGAGCGTCACGCACTGACGGTCGAGTTGGCGAATATTGAGGCGGATTTTTGCGAATTTGAATTGGACGTACGAGAAGATCACTGTGAAGTAGGATCCAGTAGTACGATCATGTCACCTGCCGTGATGCATGCAACGTTACTTGCATTCAAGGAATCCATTGCGGAGATGAAGCGATTCATGCGCACACACTTCCCATCTGTCGTAGATGCATCACATGAATATTTGTCGCCCGCGGACGCAGCGATTGCAACGGCACGCGATGTGCAAACGAAATCACAGGACTCTGTGCAACGATCAAAGCAAGTTGTACAAGACATTGTTCAAGTGGGTCACGCGACAATCAATACTTTGCACAGTGATCGGGAGACGATCGACCGGTCATTGAATACGATGGAAGATTTGGACAGTGAACTTGGGCTTGCGAAGCGCGAGCTTGTTGGGTTTGGGCGTTTCCTGGCTGCGGACCGGTGCATTCACGCGGCAATTATTGTCTTGATTGTAGGGCTCATCGTACTCTTGGGTGTTGCGGTGTGGCATCGTAGTACGCGCAATCATACACCGCTTTCAGCACCATCATCATAACATGTAAATATATACAAATGTGTGTATTGTATTTTTTATCGAAAGTTACATGGTCTTTTTGGTTACATTCTACCAACCGGATGTTGCCCAGTACCATAACCGCGGCGTTGTCGTTGTTTCGCATTCTTGCACAGGGGACGGTGCTGGCGCCACGTGTATCGTTCTGCTAATGTAGCATTGCGATACCGCTGTTCGCGACGCTGGGTGTTGCGGCAGTGTTGGCGGAGAGGTGTTGTGTTGGTGGATACAGGAGGGAGTACACGAGCAGGCCATGCGTCCATCCGGCGGAGCTCTACTGAAAGCGGTTCGCGTGTTGTTATAGTGACCTGATCTATTCCATCCATCGAGTGGGAGATGCCAGGTGCGAGTCGAATGACAGTATGATGTACATTCGGATGGTTAAATCGTTGTAAGGCGTATTCGTACTCGTACTGATTGTACACACCGACAGGCTCGTTTTGTACAATGCTTTGCACCGCGCGTGGCATTTATATGCAGAACAAATAATGAATATTACCACCTGTCAGGTGTGTGTCGTATATAGAGAGGTGATTTGCTTTCTGAAATATATAAGCGCTCGAGTTGTGTAGCAACCACAGGATTGCCCGGTGACTCGAGATGAGATTGTATCAAATGTCACACATCGTTGTGTAAGAATTCTTTCGTTTCGTGTGTTTCGACCGTAGTGACAATTTCATCGACATATAGGGTATTACGTGTGTGCGTGTAAAGTAGAGAATGTCGGCGTGCAGTCAACAAGAGTGTTTGTCCGCTGCAGACAATACCAGAGTGCACCCGGGCAAGGCGTATGCGGACAGTATAAATCTGGAGGGTGTGTGGTTTAACTGTTGGGCGGATGTGGCATATGTGACGCAATTGTATGCGAAGGATCGTCGCGCGTGCGTGGCTCAGATTGTGCAGACGATGAATATTCCGTGCAAAAATGGGTTTCAGTCTCTTTGTGAGGATATGGTCAAGTACTGCCCGCCGAGTATTTTGGCCGATGTGCTGGAGGCATTACCTACAACGGGTTGGAAGCATGAAACACTGAAGCAGATCTTGGAACGCCGTCGTGCCTACCTGGTGCAGGATTAAACACATTCACAAGTGTATGTTGTAATGTATGTGAAGTAGGCCATCATTCAATCGTGAGTTAGTGTTACTGGATGTTACCTATGGGGGTGTAGCAAGATATTTATTATTATTTTAGGCCAATGCCACACCATACTGTGCGCGAATCTTATTCTGTGCAATGAAGCACGAGATGTATGCCCAGGTCTGACCACCGGCGCCAGGCAAGTAGGGCATCACGGACATGCCGCATGTCTTGAGGCCGCGCACGCCGTACACGTCAAAATTGGTGTCGACGACACCGCGGACGCGATCGTTGTTCGTCATGCGGGTCGTACCAGAAGCATGCAACTCGGCCTGCGAACCCGTGCGTACGGCGTTTGCGAGTACCGCATCGTCGTCGTAGAACACTGAGGCGTCCTTCTCACTGTCCTCATCACCGAGTAACAAAAACGCACCAATGCGACTCATGTCTGACGCAATGTAAGGCTTAAATGGGTCACGTGCCTGGGGCAGTGTCAAGACAATGTTGGTCGCGGCAATGCGGGCGGGGTGGGGCATCTTGGTCAGACGACTCGCGCCCATGTACCACATCATCCACACTGCCTGGCGTACAGACGCAACGGAGAGTTGTTGCGACAACGGGTAATGATGGTGTTCTTGAGCGGCGTTCATCAAGAAGGAAACTGCATCTTCGATGACGCGGACGCGATTTTCAGCAGTGGACATATCCGCATTCAGTAAAGTGCTGGCAACCCAAGCAATCGCACGACGCTGGCCCAACAATTTGGTGGTGGACGTGAACTTGCCGGCGACGTGCACGCCTCGCAGAGCACTATTGCGTGCGATAAAGTCGCTCGCACTCTGACCCGGGAAGAACTCGTAGAACTGGAAGCGATCGGCCATGCCACCGTCGAGAACCATCTGACGCGCCTTCTTGAGGAAGCGCACCTGCTGCGCCACGGTCGAGTCGTCCCACGCGTAGTCAATCTTGGGCACGTCGCCCATATTGGGAGTGATCAAGCGCACCGAGCCATTAACGGGCTGCTGCAACTGGAAGGTCAGGCCGTATCCGACGACGAAGGGCGAGTCAAAGGTGCCCCAATTGGAGGGCGTCATCAACCACAACATCTCGTCCGCACTGTCGCCGTTGTTCAAACTGACAAAGCCACCGGGGCGCGACGTGATTAAATCCGAGTTGTTGGGCGACAAGCCAATCTCCTCCGCGGTCGCGTTCGAGAACCAACCAATGTAGGCGACGTTTCCGTCCTTCAAGTACTCGCCGACGGCAGGCAGGTCGGAAACGATGGGGATGTTCCACTTGGACAACTCCTCGCGCGGACCCACGCCGGACAACTTGAGAAGTTGAGGGTTGTTGTATGCGCCAGAGCTCAACAAGATGGTACCACTGGTTCCCTGTGAGCGTAATGATTTGTGCTGCTTCTTTGCGCCACATCCGGCAGTATCACTGGCCGAAGAGAAGCGGACGCGGAAGGGACGGTTGCGGAAAAGACCCTCGACACCGATTGCGACGGGGTCCTTCTTGCGACTGCTCGTGTCGAACAGGATGCGGGTCACTTTGGCATCGCGAACGACGTCAAAATCGTTACTGTCGCGCGCCGCGCGCAGCATGTACTCGGTCTCCGAATTGGAGCGCAAGCCGTTGGTCTGCACGTTACTAGGTTCGGCGGAGCAGGTCTGATAGCCACCGTCGAGTGTGTTAAAGTCGTAGATGGCACGTCCGCCGGTTGTGGCGGCGCAACTGGAGATGGCCGAACTCTGCCATGCGCATTCGCGCGACTCTTGCACGCGAATGCGACCCAAGTTCTGGTGGTTCTGTGTGATGTGGGGTCCTGAGAAATTGAACAACTGATTGGCGACGTATCCCCAAATGTAGGTGGGGTCCCACTCGGCCGGACGACCGAGAGGCTCGTACATCAATGCGCGATGATCGTTGGCATTGCCCAACTCGATGGCGTAGTGCGACAAGCGTTGATCGCCTCCGCGAATCTTGCGCGCCGGGATACCGTAACCGTTGTGCTCAGCGTCAATCGCTGCATTGGGCATCGTCCAGATTTCATTCTCCAGGCCTGGGAAGTAGTAACCTCCGTTGTACTCGTTTCCGGGAATGATACCATTCGTCGTGTCATTGTACGACACGGGAAATCCGTCGTCCAGCACTAAGACGCGGAATCCAGCGTACGCCAAAAAGGTGGAGGAGATACCACCGCCAGTGCCGGCACCAATTTGCAACACATCGTAGTCAATACACTCGTCCGCGATGGGGTCGGGTAATTTGCCGGCAGCAACGCTATCCGCCGAGAACAGACGCGCCGACGCGTGCGATGTAAGGAGCACTACGACGAAAAAAAGGCCGAGAAACGACTCGCGACGACTAAAAAGCATTGTTGGAAGTACCTAACAGATGTTTCTATATAAATAGGGAAAAAAAGATACACAATCACAGACCTCAAACTCCAGACACACACAACACACCGGTGTGTATGTGTTGTTGCTTGGACGTTGAAATCGTGCGAGTGAAATGTTCGTGGCACAGTTTCCCCGTATATATAGATGGGACTTTCAGACAACGCCGCCGACGTCATCATTTCATGTGTGTGTGTGATCCTTATCGTTCAAAAAATAAAATCCGCCTCTTTCATGTTTGTCTGGCAACCAGTTTACAGAACCATAAATAATACACGATAGTAGTAATAACAGCACATATACGTACAGACGTGCAAAAACAACATGGAACCATCACTACAGCACCAACAACAATATGAACGAAGAGCAGGTGCAGGCAAACCACCGCGCCGCCAAGCAACATGCACGTCGTGCTGTCATTACCACGAACAACCACAAGACGGTGGTCTAAACTACCCATGGCTCGTGCAATTCCATCGCGGCATTCACGGTCCACTTGTACGCGCGGAATTTGAAGAGCCGGCGACAGATACGCTCAACTGGACCGGTCGGGAGTACAATGAGCACTGGTGGTCAGAGCACTGCGCCGTCGCGAGCCACGTTCCTGGATATCTCTTGCGTGAGCACATGCGTTTTTACGTGAATCGTGGCCACCCCATCAACATTCGCTACATTTTCTCGGATGGTTACGTCGTGCAGAGTCCGACACCATCCATGATTGATCGACACGATGACCGTCGCTTTAAAGAACTGAGTGAGATGTACGCACTCGAGGAGGGATGGTTTGCAAGAAACGATCCCTCCGGCGGTAGGTGACGCACATCTACATATAACCTTCAGACTGATGTGCCACGTATCGCACAGTATGTACCCCAACCGTGCAAATTACCTCTCTGTATAAACCTTATTTGATCATGACTCGAGTTTGGTTCGTGACGTCGTATTGAGTGTACAGTTGTGTCTTTTTTCGATGAGAGCCTACTATCTATATATCTTGTCTCCAGTTCGGCAGTGTCTATCTGTCGCATATGTCGCCGTGTAGGGTCATCTTTCTCGTTATTGTCGCGTGTGCGATTCAACTGCTCATTTCAGGGGCACTGTTTGGATGGCCATCGCTTGCGATTGTGTTGCGCCAAGAAGGTCTCTATTTGACCAAATGTAACGAAACCGCGGGAGGAGGAGGTAGTTTGAACACCACGGCGGCGGTGTCGGGAAATGTGACTGCCTCGGTGTTGGCATGCCAACAGGTCAACATCAATCTCATCTTTTCCTCCACGCTACTGGTGAGAAGCATTCTTTCCATATTACAAGGTTTCTTATTGGATCACTGGGGTCCGCAGTTGAGCATCATCGTCAATGCGGCGCTGTGTGCCATTGGGTGCGGTTTGTTTGGTGCCAGTCGGGGTGGTATTGATTTGTACTTTCCTGGGTTTGTGATCTACGGCATTGGCACGTCCGGGCTAAACACTGCCCTGATGGCCAGTGCGAAGCAATTGCACCCACAGTGGAAGACGTACATTGTCGCGGTGATGAGCGGGTTCTTTGACGCCGCCGCGCTTACGTTCTACCTGTATCGCATCACCTACGCACACACCGGCCTGGCCTCCACGCAGTTTATGACTCTGTATGCACTGTTATCGGTCGTGGTGGTCGTGATTGTGAGTGTGAGTTGGCCCAAGGGCAGTATTGCGGGCGCTGCTACTACTGCTCCAGTAAATCGTCCTACAGATACCAAACCAGTGCGTGCTACGGGACCGCTCACCTCGTTGCGGGCGGTGTGGTTGGATATTTGGCCGCACCTACGGTCGCGCCACTTTTTGTGGTTTATTTTGTACAATACTCCGGCCATGTTTTGGTTGAATACGTTCCTTGGCATCATGTCGCCACGATTTGGTGTCGCGCAGACGGACGTGTCCACGATTATCATCCCGGTGGTTGGGCTTACCTTTAGTCCCATTGTCGCCGTCACCGTCCACCTATTCAAACGGCGGTACATCCCTTACGTGATTTCACTCGTCCTCATGTTGTTGTGGACGTTGTTTGTGCTTGTTCCCGCGGGCGGCGGCGCTTCTGCCGACCGACAAGACCCTCACACCACGGTCACAGACGTGCCCTCTATTTCGTTGCGTTATATTGCCGTGATCCTGTTTTCCATGTTCCGCTGTTTCCATTTCACACTGTCTATTACGTATCTGGCGGACGTTTTTGGATACCATCGATTGGGTCGTTTGTACAGCATTGCTATGGCGATTCCCGGAATTTTAGGCATTGCTCAATCTGCGCTGTTGTACGCGAGTCTACAAGTGGTCGGAACATTTTGGCTCATTGATGGACTGCAGGCCGCGACCGTGCTACTGTGTGCGATCCCATTCACCTTACACGTGTTCCACCACTATCGCAATGATGAATAAAAACCATGTTTGGTGGATTGTATGTGTGTGTACGGTGTGGTGGTAGTTTAAACGCACATTGTGTCAGAAAGTATGTGTGTACGTACACACGATTGTGCAGAACAGACGTGTATGTGAAGTATTTGGGTGGCAGTTTATCACAAAACACATCCAACTCGAGTTATGTGTGGTTGACACGTCACAATAGAGGAAGATACACGTGGCGTGCGATTGATTCTCTTTCTATACTTGGGTAGGTCATCATAGAGACTGCCACGTATGGTACAAGCCTGATTGTCTTCTCACGGTTCAATGTCGACACCCAACAAAAAAGAGGATGATGATGTCACTCGGGCGGCATGTATCAGTCATGTCTCGTATGTACTTCAATTAACGTTTGAGAGAACAGCGTCGACCTACGAGGGGAATGTGTCGATTCGTTTTCGATACAAACAAAAACTGCGGCGACGCACAACAGAACTACGACCACGCGAGCAGCCGCCGCAGTCGTCGACGACAGACGGCACACCTGTGATTTACCTTGACTGTGTAACGCGCCAAATTCATTCGGTCATCTTAAATGGTGAGGTATTGGCGCAGTCACATGTCGACGATGGTGGTTGTCGTCATGGTGTGTGGTCATTGGACCAAGATTCTGCGCGTCTCGTCCTACCTACGTGTCAATTGCATGAATGGAATACGCTGGATGTACAGTACACCAACGCGTACAACTATGATGGCGCGGGTGTGCATCACTTCACAGATGCCCTGGATCAACAAGAGTACATTTACACCATGTGCCAGCCAAGCGATTGTCGCCGCATCATGCCGTGTTTCAACGAACCGTCCATCCGGGCGCCTCTCACGCTACTGGTGAATACGCCTGTCGAATGGACTGTCGTTGCAAACACACACTGTACTCATGAACACTCGTACCGTCGCGATGCCTGTGTGCCGAATGCAACGGCGCTCCAGCAGAATCAACAACATCGTCGGACCGTGCGCGCATTTGCGCCGACACGACCCTTGAGTACCTATTTGTACGCCTTTGCGGCGGGTCCTTTTGCATCTGTTGGAAAGACAATTCAGATAAACACAACAACAGCGACAACGGATAATGCCGCAGGGGTCGATGATGATGTCTACGTAACGCTCTATTGTCGGCAATCGCTGGCGTCTCGACTGGCGTTGCCCTGCAATGCAGACGCGCTCGTGGCACTGACAGAACAAGGGTTGCGCTTCTTTCAGTCATTCCTTCTGGATACGGAACCGTATCCCTTTGGCGACAAGTACGACTATGTGTTCGTGCCGCAGTTCAACTATCTAGGCATGGAACATCCGGGGTGTGTGACACTGAATGAGTGTTTTCTTTTTGAGAAGACCCATGGAAGCGATGATGGTGGGCCATCGCTCGCTGTGGCAGACGAGGTGCGGCGCGCGGACACGGTCGTGCACGAGATGGCGCACATGTGGTTCGGTAACCTCGTCACACCCCGCACGTGGTCTGATATTTGGCTCAGCGAGTCGCTGGCAACGTATCTTGCGGCGCTTGCCGTCGATAAGGCCACGCGCTTTCGCGAACTGGCATGGCACTACTTCCATGTTGCCTGCAAGCGACCTGCCTACGCCGAAGACGTGATTGCCGCAACAACGCATCCGGTAGTGCCGAACGCTACGAGCCAGGCGGCGGCTTTCGTGGTGGACGACATTGTCTACGGCAAGGGCGCCGCAATTATCAAGCAACTCGTGAATCATGTCGGTATGGAAACATTTCAGCAGGCCATGGTAGACTATCTGCATCGACATGCGTGGGAGACTGCCACAACGGAAGATTTTCTAGCCGCTATTGCACGTAGACAGCAACAACAACAAAAACATGGCAGCCTAGATATCACATCGTGGGCAACACACTGGTTGCGATCGTCGGGTATATCGTCGCTCGCGGTCACATGGTGTGCACTCGACGGTGTCATCACGCAGTGCGCCGTCTTGTGTTCTCTTGTGCGACAAAATGATGATAATCTTCTTCTTGGCGGCGGCGGTTCCGGCACGACGAATGCCGACGAAACGCACCATCAAGACAACACTGCCGTATCATTGACGAAGCATCACACGGTGCAAGTGGCCATCATCTCTCGTGGGGATATTGCTGCCATCCAGACAGTACATGTGCAGGTAGAGAGAAGGCCCGATGACAATTGCCACACGTCCTCGTTTTTTATCGATGTACCGCAACTGGTGGGCACACGCGTCTCTCCACACAATGAGGATATTTTCGTGTACGCAAACTGGGGCGACCACGCGTACGTCCAGTGTGAATTGGACTCGGCCAGTCTTCACTACGCATTGCACCATATCGATGCGTTGCCGACCATGTTATTGCGCGGGCAAGTGTGGCTCGATCTGGCACAATGCGCCATGGATGCACGCATTGTCCCTGAGGCATTTGTTTCCTTGGCGTGTGCCAAACTGGCAAATGACAAAGACCTGTCGCCGCTGTTTTTGCGTGCCATCTTGGATGCGGTCCGACGCACCATCGATCTGTTCGTGGCAACGTGCGATCGCGAACGTGTGAATGACGCGTGGTTTGTCGCCTGTTCTACGATGGTACAGTCCTTATGTGTCGATGATGTAACGACGGATACGCATAACACTCGCACCGCAGCAACAACAACAACATTCTTGTCCGAGCATGGCCGTCTGTGGTTGCGCGCGCTAATGTACGCTGTGCGGCGGCGTTCACACGTAGCACACGTCACGTCCAGTATGGACACAATTCGCACACGGTTCGAACGCTGTTGGGCATTATGCAGGATGGATCCAGTCGTAGACGCACGCTGGCGTCAATTGAGTAATGATGACAACACAAGCGGTGATAACGATGCGCTGATTCACACACACAAACAGAACCTTTGGAACCGGTGCACTGATCCCCTCGTATATAATAGTGTTGAGCGCATTGAGGCACTGGAAGAGGAAATGAAAATGTTCTTGGAACCGCCTTGGCAAGAGTCGGCGATCGATGCATTTGCTTCCCCCTTTTTCGACCATGTAGAGAAAATCTACAAGCGCGCCACACACCGCGCGTATGCGCGCACGTTTATGGAGCACATGTTTCCAATGCTCCCTGACAACCCGGTTGTGATCACTCGCGCGCGCCAATTGTACCATGGAATTGATGTGGACCCCATCTTGCGCGAAGATTTGGCAAAAAAGATGTATCTCCTCCAGAAAGCACGAAACGCGAGGTCCGTCCACAAGCGACATTGATCAACCGGCACCGCACATACACAGAAAATAAAGAATACCACCAACCGTAATGATGCTGATATAGTCCATTCATTCATTCTCCCAAATAGAAAAAGAAATAACAGAGACAGAATTAGCAATGATGACAATGTCTGTAACTGTTGATAAACTGTTACGGTATTGTTTGAAACAGACAATGGGTGTGCGGGGAAAAAACTATATTCCTCACAACGTCCGACAGTGGCTGTACGTCTTGGGCGAAGCCGCCGAGCGCGATGTGCGTGCTGGCGATACTGAGTTGGAACGAATACTGTTCTTTGCTGCACATGAGAACCCAGAGAAACAGATGGCAACGAAAGCAAGCCTCGCCGACGACAGTATACGTCGTTCAATGTGTGCATTCGCAATTCTGACAGGCTGGGCCCGGCAGTACCAACTTTCACTTGACACACACAAGCTTGAGATACTACTCAACATATCCCCCAAGGAGTTTCGTGATTTTGAGAACGTTGTTCAGTATCTCACATGTAATCTTTGAACAGAAAAAAAAGAATGAATTCACAGTAGTACACGCTCCACGTTACTACGAACGAATAAAATGCGCCTGTATATAATGAGGACACACTTACATTGTTATTGATTCTTCCAAAAAGACTGTGACACACAGAGAATACACATATATATATGGCAACAGAAAGTGGTCAATATTTTGACATCATGAACGATGATGCTGACACAAATGCGTCGTTGTCATCATCATCCTCTTCCGACGAAGATTCACCAACCGAACAACAACTTACCGTTGCTCCTGATGGTAGCGCAACACCAACGACGACAACCGCGAATCCACTGCCGCTACGGACGCTCGTTGTCAGCCTGGATATCGAGGCAGATGGACCCTCTCCGAGTGTTAGTTCGTTGCGTATGTTGGGCGTATGCGCCATCGACGCCGCACTGGTTGATCGCGCGGACCCAACATCGGTCGCTCGGGCCATTGTCTCCCAGCGCGAATGGTGCGTGGCGCCGCAATCGGATCGCCAGGCGTACGCGCACACGATGCAATGGTTTCGAAAACAGGGCAATTTGCTGCCGTACATTGAAGCACATCAACGACCCGTTAAAGTCGTGATGCTAGAGTTTATCGCGTGGCTCAAAGCACTAAAACAAAAGTGGAACATTGAGTGGGTGGCCAAACCGAGTTGGTACGATCGCATGTGGATCGAGGAACTGTTCCACCTGTACGCGCCGCCCGATGTCTCTCACGATTTTCTCGGCCACCGAGTAACCGACATTACGACGGTGCTACGCACAGTGTCATGGTTGCAGCCACACATTCCGTACGAGAAGATTGAGAATATGTTCAACCCTTTCGGACTACCGCACACCCATTACGCTTCGGCCGACGCCCTCGAACAAGGCATCACGTTCTGTTTGGCGCGCCAATTTCTCAAAGCATTGGGACGTGCAAAACGCAGTGGTGCCTTCCGACCACCCGCACGAGTACCATCGCCGCCACATATCAGTGCCAGTGCAAAGGTCATCAGCGGCACCTTATCGACGCAGCGAGATTCATTATTTTATGAACGACCCGTTCCATTCAATTTTTGCAACGGCCCACAGCCTCACGCTGAATCTCATAAAAAACAGGATGGTACGGTCTACGATTGGTAAATAACACGCACACACACACAGGTGTACATATTGTACAGGATGTAAATAGACAGATACAAAGAACACACACCCCGAAGCGATTCATTAGATGACGTGATCGTACGCATCGTTATCATCATCAAAGCCATCCTCATCTGGGGCGGCCCTAGTAGTATCATGGCGACGACCATTTGTCGGCACCAACAAGATGTCGGACTGTGGTTGGTGATGTTGCTGTTGCTGCTGTGGCATCAAAGACAACTGGCGCTGTTGTTGTTCCAACAAGGTCATTTTGCCCTGCAAAAAGCGCGCGACCTCCTTTCGCCAGACCTTCACAAACGGCGACAACCATACATAGTGGCCCGCATTCGGCACACGTAACATGTGCGCATTCGGAAGGCGTTCACATACACTCTCTGCGTGCTGCATGGAGCCAATGATATCGTCGGGACTCTGTACGATAAGCGTCGGAACGGTCACTTGCTCCCATGGGAACGCAACCGGACTGGATGCATCCAACGCCGCGGGCCAAAACGCACTCACGTTGAACATATCTGCCACCAATCCCTCTAATCGATCCCGGAGAGGCGTCATACTTGTCACAAACGCCTGCAAGAGTTCGGTGCGCTGTTTGGCCTCCAGGATATTTGCAGATCGCATCTCGTCGGTCGCACGATGACTGTCCACAGAAGCCAGCACTGCAAAGACTTCACCTGGGCGTTGCTGCACACGTCGGAACGCATCCACGGACAAAATATCCAAGAACGAACACAACACCTTGTTTCGTGTAACACGGTGCGTGATCTCCACAAGTTGCTGTTGTACCTCCTCGCGCTTTCGTGCAGACGCAGCACTAGGCCACTGTCCGGACGCCATCCGTTGCGCCAGATCTTGCACCTGCCGCGTGAGTTCCTCTTCACGTAAACGCGTCTCCGTCGTATCTTCTTGCACGGGTGGAGGAATCACCAATCGAGTCAGGTCCCATAGAGGCGACGCAGTCGTTGCTGTGGTCGGTGGTGCCGACGAGCAACCAATGGATACGAGAACAAGCCGCTCAATACGACGCGGCGCGAGTGCGGCCATGAAAAGTGCCGTAATGGCACCGGGCCCGAATCCCTGGATGGACACGGGATTGGCGACATCCAAATAGTCCAACAGCGCCAACATTGAGACGGCCTCGGCCACGGCCAAACATCCCAGCGCAATGTCGGTTCCGAGGTAGCCCGGACGCGACACGATAATAACGTTGAAATCATCGGCTAGATTCTGCGCCCGAGCAATTGCGTCGGCCTGATCGATACCACCACATGCGCCGTGGAGCACGAGCAAAGTGGGGAACTTCTTGTGCCACCTGTGACCGCCCACAATTTCGTATTGCATCCGCCCCGTTTTCAGGTGCGCAACATGTGCACCTGTTTGCAACTTGGTGAGACGATCCTTGCGCCATCGAGAGGCCTCCTTGGCCATATGTTTTACGACGGTGCCGCCGCCTGCTCCTCCTCCCGAAGACATAACGCGCAACCTCGTGTATCTACGTATTCTACTGTGATGTACTACACGTTTATTTCGTCACTTAGCAGCAAAAAAGTTAATAGACTACAGAACGCACACTAATGTGTGTACGTACATTCACACAGATGTTACTATAATCGACAAACTCGAGACATTTCACCTCATTCGCTATCCATGTTGGGCGTCAATACTCGCTCAACCTGCTGCAATACATGTACATCTACGTTGTCTGCACCACCACAGTCGCCATGAATTGCTTGCGCATACTGGATGTAATCCTGCAACATTGTGAGAAACAGTATCGTCGCGGCCGGATCTTGATAGCCGCGTACTCCTGCAGTAATCAGATGCGTCGGTAGTGGCGCTCTCGTGACGGTGGCAGCACCGCTCGGTGGTGCGAGTTTGTGCTTGTTTTTCCCATCGGTTGTTGTTGGTGCCGCCGATATCCTACTTTCTTCTTCGTTGACAGCACGCCGCTTCAAATGAGGACGAACGCGCTGAAGCCACCGATCCCACTGGGCACTGCTCTGTGGACATTCTGATGAGAGGGACAATATGGCCAAGGAGGAATTCTTGTTCATCTGCTGCTGTTGGTGATAGTGTTGTGTGAGGACAGTGTGCTGCATCGTTCCCTCACAGAGAGCAATGACGTCAACTGCGGATGCAGCATCCGGGAGAGCACTGTAGTTCTTTGTAAGAACAAACTGACTCCCCAGATACACGGCGACGCACTCGAATAAAGAGGATCTCAGAACGGCCACCGTGTGCGCCGATGGGTACATGTTCACAAACATGAGCACAGTGGCTTGAATCTTTTGACCCGCCATGATTGCGGATTGGATAACACGATCACGCTCTTCCGTGGTGCTTGGCGGTTGTGCAATGATCACATGACGCGCCGCATACCCGTTTCGAGCAAGAACTTTTAGAACGCTCATATCATCGGCATCGTGTCGCCCAACGATCACAATACGCTGAGGTGCGTCTACTACAGATATTGTTCGACTTGCCATGTGAATGTAGCCCCACCCGTATGTGTATATATAATCGTGAATATATTCACGCTTTCTTATTATATATGCCGTGATGTACATGCACCAATAAGTATATATTTCTCGAGGTTGTGCAAAGTGGGGTAAAAGAAATGGTACAAGATGTATTGTAATGTATATAGAGATATAATCCTGTGATCGCGTAGCGTCCTGACGCGACACTCCCTATTATATCACTCGGCTGGCATTGTGTACAAATATGCACAAATCACTCAAGGCGTTGTTACTGCAGTGTCAACAAACACAAGACTTTAGTCCTGTATTACACGTTGCTCCGTCGCGCATTCCTGATGCAGGTCTAGGTCTATTCGCGGTCATCGATATCCCTGCAGGAATGCGCGTCATCGAATACAAGGGAACATTTCGTCCCGCCTCACACGAGGAAGACATCAACAAATGCCACACCTACTGCTTTCAGTACTCGCCGCAATTGTGTATCGACGCAAGTGACGAGGAGCACGCCAACGTGTCTCGATACGCGAATGACGCACGGGGAAACACCGCAACGCATCAAAACAATCTGACATGGAAAGTAGACACGAAAAATAAGCGCGTGTGGTTGTGGTCTGTGAAGGATATTCAAGCGGGCGACGAGGTATGCGTCAGTTACGGGGACGATTATTGGGGGACCCAGGAGTTGATAATATATGCGTATGACAAGACGAATAGCCAACTCGAGTTTTGAGTTATTTGTGTGTTAATATATACAGAGAGTATATTTGTACTTCTGGAGAGAATTTGTGCCGTGATGATGTACACATGTTGCATGGTGGGTGTACGTGCACGACAAAGAAGTATACGTATACATACACGAAGAGACAGATACAAGGACATGATATAGGCAGGTGTACCGAAACTCGAGTTTTGTAATATCTCGAGTTTTTCATTTGCCCTCCGCCACATAAATTCGCAGTCAGTCCTTTTTCACTGCGTCCTCGAGTTCCACCTCTGTGTGTACATTTCCCTCTCTCTTTTCTTGCTGCTGCTTGTATCGAAGTGGTGCGAGAAACCATGTTACATCAGGTGTCGGTGTTCCCACGGGCAACGCGCGATGGTACGCACGAACCACCACCCGAATCTCTTTTGGTTTCTCCTTGGAGAGAAGTATAACCACCCGTGTGCTCACCAAGCATGTATCTATTTTGTGTGTGTAGCAATGGCGGTCCCGAATCCCGATATGATGATTGTTGACCAAGTAGGTGTCAATGGTGACGATGCCGCCGCATGTGGTGACGGCGATGATACTGCCATGCTGGAGCAGTTGAACGCTGCGGTGAGTGCGCGTGATCGAGTTGAACCGGAAGATGGTGCGACTTGATATATATATATATATATATGCCTTTGCAGAAACAATATATATATATACATACGGTGTGATTCTAATGGTTCAGTTCACGGGTGCAGGAAACTACACGTCCGACAGTCTCCCGTCGCTGGTACGATTGGTGGTGGATTACTTCCATCGGCACGATGTACAGTGCTTCAACGTCTGCTATCGTCTTTCTCATCCGAACGGGCGCGTAAATGCACACGTCTACGTTGTGAATCCCGCGCATGTCATTCACAAGCAGTACATTGGGTTTTACTATCACTACCCTATCTGGCTTCCTGTGGTTTGGCCCAACGCACGCAGTACGTCTCTTTTTTCCTCTGTGTTGGTCTGTCGTTTGCTACGATATTTGGCGTTCTGGTTTTCTCACTCATTGCCCCTACGCACACACATGCAGCCTTTAACCTGCAAGCGCACCTTGAAATTATTGGTGGCAATCAGGAAGACATGCCGGGGACGGTGCAGACGCTGGTGTCGAATCTCTACGAAGTCAACAATGAGTTTCACAACCTTCGCGAGTTGTTCCCCGCAGAGTGCCGGGATGGGAAGCAAAAGCCTCCGTACCATTGGCGTGCCTCAGATCACGTGCTTCCAGTCCCAATTCAACCGTGGCCCGCAGAGTGCATCTCGGACGGCCCCATTTCGGACATTATGCGCATGGACAACAAGGACGCGCGCGAATTCTACTCTGCAAATTGGAAGATGCTGCACGAGATGCACGCGCGCGGCCAGTTTATTGACTTTAAGTTGCTTATGCGCCGGTGGAAGGTGAAGCAGACGGAGAGAAGCGGAAGCGGTGCGGTTTTTGACAAGTTGTTTGCGGCCGACCCCGTGGCCATGTCGGATGGCGCCATGGATATGACGGGCCTAGACGATGGTGATGATGCGGCGCAGGAGGGGGAAACGCCGGGCACACCCATTCGCAAACGACGCGCTCGGGGCGGTGCTACCGCAGGTAGCGGCGGTTCGAAGCGCAAGCGTACCAATAATAATAATCACGCACCCCATTTGGAGGGCGGCGCCGGCGGAACTGTTGCAGCAACGGACGACACCAGCGCGATGTTGGATCAGATGGACGCGGTGTTTGGTGCGGCCGGCACGAGTCCGAGCGACATGCACGTTCGTTCTTCACGTGGTCGTCGTGGTCGCGGTCGTGGTGGGCGTGGACGTGGCGGCGGTGGTCGGGGTCGCCGGCCCGCAGCGTCGGCAATGGACGAAGATGCGGGGTATCGACCCTTTAAAATGACCCGTGTGAACTCTACCACGGAAGCAGACGACGATGGTGTGGAAGACAACAATCATACAGGCGCGACGTCGCTTGTTCCTCTGTCGCACTCGGGTGTGCCCTTGCTTCCCAACATTGGAGTGATGGAGAGCTCTGGTGGCGGATCGTCCTCGTCATTATCATCGTCCTTTGTGGTGGGACAGGCTCGTCCAAAGCGCGCACCTGACACATTTGATGCACAGACGCACACTATTGAGAATCAATTGTACCACGTATTGGATGCGTATCAACGGCAACATCCTCATCCACACGCGTTTGCCACCGTGGACACGGCCATACTACACAACAATGGCGGCCGCTTGCAATGTGCACAGTGCCATGCCGAATTTCATGCGGAAGGTCAGAATGAAGCGATGCGCCATCGTTTGCTCGACCAAATTACGAGTGTGAACGCGGTTGTGCAGTTGGGTGGATTTGTTTGTCCCTACAACCCGTCGGAGCATCGCGTGTGCGCGTCCTGTATGGCCAAACAGATTGCTCTATCCGTCTATCAGCAGCAATACCCAGTGTGTTGCCCCTGCTGCAAACCCGTCCTACAACAGCAGCAACAAACTTCTGCATCACAGCAGGCACAAACCAATCAAGAGAACAGTGTTGTAACCGCCGCCACAGGTATACTCATGAATCAACAACAGCCCCAACAGCCGCATGATGACGCGGTCAACACGAGCGTTGGCTCCTTTTTGGTCACGGACGGCGCTGAGGATGATACCAAGGCCGCGGCATCATCTGCAGATGAACTGATTCGATTGCGTGCCGAAGAGTTTCTGGACGATGCAATCGCACCTCTGGATGGATTTGATGCTTCCGCCATCGCCGAGCAGCAGCAGCAGCCGACAGCACTTGATCAACACCAGCAGCAGCAACAACAACACAACGATCTTGCAGCCGTCTCTACTGTCGCGCCGTTTACGGTGACACGTATCTTTGCCGAGCAGATTCTGTCCGTCGTCCCGTGGGAGACTCTGTACGACATTGCCACGAACGTGTTCCAGCACGACTACTCATCCACAATGGTGCAGCAGATGCAAGATTCGTTAGAGTTTGTGCGCCAGGAATTGTGTCGCCACTTGCTCAAGATGCAAGAGGAGTCTGAGTTGTTGGCGGCGAAGCGATGCGATCCGAATGTTCACGTGCTTGTGTGCGGCGGTGCATGTCGCAGCGTCTGCCTGTTGTCGCCCGATGCCAACGGGCACCTGCCTCGTTACATGTCCTGCACCACTCCACTGGATGCGACCGGTGCGACTACCTGTGGCGCCTATACATGTTCAGGATGTGAGTGTTACATTGGCACGACCATGCAAGAAGTGCAAGATCACTTGGCGCTGAATCAGTGCGAGAAGGCATTCCATTATTCGCGCACCCCGCTACTATGGGCAATCAATGACACGCCATCCAAGGACGGTGCCCGCACTTCAACAACCCCAACGCACCAACACCGACGCACGTGCGATGACAACACCACGCTACAGGCACTCTCTGCCAAGTACCGGGCAACCTTGCCGCCGCTGCAGGCGGCGCGTGCGGATCATTTGTTCTTGCGTGATATTTTACTACGCCGAATCACGCAGTGTCGCAAGGCGCACTGTCCCACGTGTGGATGTGGTTACGAGATGCTGCCTGCTGCCGGTACTGGCACTGGATCCGACGACCGTACCAATGTGACGTGTCAACACTGCGCCACCCAATTTTGTTATGTTTGCCAACGTATTCTGCCGCATCATCGGAGTGAACTTGCGGCGCTCGCCACTGTTGCATCAGGGCGTGTGGCACCTTGTGGCGATGAGATGTCAATCGCGGCCCACAATCCGAACGGACTGACCGACCAGTCCAAGCATTGTGCGGCCTGGGAGGCTGGCACGTACAATTTGCGCCGACCGCATGCGAATGCCACGTGTCCGTCACACTTGTCTATGCTCGCGAGCCTTTTGACACCACCAGGAGGAGGAGAAGATCGTAATAGTAGTGTCGTTGTTGAGCACGCGTGCACGCGCACAATGGCGTTGTTTCATCACTACCTCATTGCCGTGGACTTGCGTTTGTTGGCGCGTGCGGTGGGAAAGCGCTGGTTTGAGGCGGCCGTTGCCGCCGCGAGTTCGCACCTCGACACGCACGAACATCGCATCTGCACGGAAATTATCGAATTTTCACGTCTTCCGGACACTCCTTTGGTAGATGGCGATTACCATCTGGAGGTGGAGGCAGATGCGGACCAACATGCTGCGGCCATTGCGGTCTTGCAGCACGTATCGGGTATGACGACGACGGACACCTTTGCAAGTGTGAATACTGATATGGACGTGTCGATGATGATGGTGTAGGAAAATCATACAAGTGTGTTGAACCGGAACGAACGGTCGCGTATGTGTGTATATAGATAGATGTCATATGAATATATAATATAGTACTGTGTATGATATGTCATCACGCGTAACATTTAAATTCATTCACTCTGCGGATAGTATACATACATTCGATGGATTTTTTTACTGCGCACAAGGAATGTGTGTGTGTGATTTATTCGTCGTCATCATCATTATCGTCCATACGAGGATCATCACGAGTGGTGTTCGTTGATCGACTCTGGGTGCGTGCAGTCGTCGCTGTTTCACGATACGGCCGTGGTGTTGACGACACGGAGGATGGCCCGCGGCCGTTTGTCAAGTCGTCTTCGCTCAACATGATCCCGTGGGCAAGGCCGTGTGCTTGAAGCGTCGATTTGACTTCTGCGCGCATTTGTAGCAAGTGGCTCTGTATGGCGCGGTCGTCGTTGTAGGTCGTACGCCCAATCACACCCAGTGTCTCGTAAATCGCGATCAGCGCGTCACCAATTCTGTCGGTGTAGTCTGACATTTGGTACTGCGCGTAGTGACGCAGGTAGCCAAATGCTTCGCGCAGATCTGCGTACACTTTTTCCATGTTATTGCCTCGACTTTCTCCGGCAAACCACCGCTTGATAGCACCCTTGACAGTACCGCGCCGCACGTACGTCATGTCACTATAGCATATCTGATGGTCTGGGGGTGTCCCCGCGACCCAATGGAGTCGAACAAGGAGGTCATGCAAGGCGCGCGGTATTGTTGGTGTCGGTGGTGCCGACGCAGATGATGAGCGCACATTCGTGGGATAGTGATTGTTTTGCTGCTGCTGCATAATACAGACTCGGTGTGTTCTTCTTGTCTGTATATACTTATCTCCACTAACACGGCATACTTTTGTGTGTGTATTGTGGCGCACAACACACAATTGTTTTGATATTCTCTCCCTCTTGCTCTCTGTATACGTGAGTAATAAATTTCTATTGAATCTGCTGCCCGTTAGTTGTTCGGCCATCAATTCCACGGGATGCCTGTGTTAGAAACAAGTGTCCAATCATCGCAGAACATACGAATAGTACGGTTTCAGGTATGTCCATGTCCGATTCACCACTAGTTCCTGCACACGCGCGCAGCGCATTGGCCCACACAATGCCCCCACCAATGAGCGTCGACCCCACGAATACGTACATTGCACCGTGAATACTAGAACTGTGCTCCAACGAGGGCGACAGAGGCATCATGCTCTGAGATAGTAAGAGTGCAATGCACGTACATACACACAGCGCACATGGCTGAAACCTTGCCATTGGCGTCGTCGAGAGAACAATGTCCGAGAGTAGTAAGTAGCACACAATAGACACTCCACTCAAGATCCCTACCGCGACAACGAATCCTTGCCATTGTCCAAAGAGTACAGCAAGCAATGCTGTTTCAGGACCGATACCACCCATAGTGTGACACACCGCATAGCCGCAGCCAAAGACAAGTCCGCCCATCGAGGCATCCCACGCAGACACACCGCGCCGACAACCGTGACCATGTCGCGCAAGCAGTCGCTGCACAATCGCATGCACACCCAGAAGCCATATCAACAACAATGGTGAAAACACAATGGGAATCGTATTGGTAACATCCAAAAATCCAACAAAGATGATCCGTAGTAGACCGACTAAGAGAACGAGACCGAATACATGAATGTATGTAGGCATTTATTTTACCATGTATAGACAACTCGAGTTGTGATCAATATAGCACAATTCATAGCCACGAAAAACTTTCGGCTTCCCCATACCGCGTATACTCTGTGAGTGTGTACACTCCGTACCACATGTGTGAGTTCAAACAAGAGTGTACACTCTCTCTTGTCCCTATATACAGGTGTGTCCGTAATTTGTATGTACTATATATGTAACCGTAACTCGAGTTATTCACCCACTCGAGTTGTTCTATATACGGAGTACAAAAGCCCATCTGTGATGTTCATTTGCACTTGCGTGCGCCTATCTCTTGGTACACTCCTCTGGTTCAGGCAAGAAGATGATGAGTTGTTCGCCCAAGACGCTTGCACGTATTCAAAAGGATTGGCAGGCATTGCGCATCGAACCTCTTCCCTACTGTTCGGCTGAGCCCGTACATGATTCCGATGGCGATGTGACAGACCTGCACAACTGGCACGGTACAGTCGAGATCCGCTATGGACCCTACATGGGCATGCGGGTGCATCTGATTATTCGTCTGCCTGTGGACTATCCACACAGTGCTCCCACCGTCATGGTGCACGGTAATCAAGGATTCAGCAGTAAGTTGCACCGCCATATCTTTTCGAAGATGCAGGCACACCCTCACTTGGCCGTGTGCAACGACATGACGGCCGCCTTTGAGTCGCACTTTAGCCGCCAAGTCGGCACGGGCTGGTCGCCGGGTTGTACAGTCAAGGACCTGTTGTTGAGCATGCAAGTGTTTTTGGGCGATCCCGATGGCGCAGAGCCAAGTCTGAAGGCAGTCACACATGCGCGCGAACAGTTGGGACAGTTTCGGTGCGACGTATGCCGACATACAACAGACCGACCCTGGCCTCCATTGGATCCACACGTATGCGAATTGATGGCGCGCATCGAACAACAACGGCCGCCACCAGAACAGTCTACCGCATCGCTTGGCGGCGACACCTGTTCAGGTGCGACCTCCTCCACCACGGAGAGCCGCATATCGGCAAGTGATCACAATAGGACGTTGACACCGAGGGACGCAGCGTTGCAACGGCTTGTATGTGGCGTGACCAAGATGTCGCTATTGGAGGATCCGCGCATGATCCTCGGGTATCCTCTTATGGTGCGCCGGCAGCGGGGTAACAGTGGTCGGCTCTATCCTACCGCGGTGATTGAATTGATTTCATACGATGCGTACATGACCGCGGTGCAGCAGGCGGGTCATACCAAATTGGATGATTTTGAGCATATCACGCTGCGTACACCGGGCACGTGTGCGGACTATAACTTTTGGCTTCCTGTCTATCTGTCGGAAAGTCACTACAATCGCAGTCGCTCGACGTTTGAGCACGGCATATCCGTTATTGCGCGGACATCTGCGAGCGGCGCGGCCGCAAACGATTTTCAACCTGAGATGGCGCTGCAGGTTCTGCCCGCGCTGATCAACCAGACGACGGTGCAAATGCTAAATGGCGAGATGCACGAAAGTGTAGCGGCACTGGAGGCGTATTGCCACTTTGTACAGATGCTACTGGTGTATTTGGACAAGTACCCTCAACTTCAGCAGCGAGTCAATGCCGGCGTGGTGGCTTTTAACAATATCCCCGCCAAGCGCCATAAGACTGCCGTTCCAGACATTGGCGAGTTTCTCGTAAAGGTGTTCTGTAGTGACATTGGTGGCGGTGAAGTAGCGTCGTACGATATCATCAAGAAGGTGCTGGTACAGGAATATTTTGTGCGGCAGGTTCGCTGGATGTTTCAAAACGACGCATCAATTGCGCCGCAACGGCGCGTGAATCAAAATCCGGTCTATCCACTGGAAAAGTGCTTTCGCAGTACGCACGTATCCAACATGCTTCTTCCGTTCAATATTGGAATGGCTAGACTGCTCATACCCGCGCGCATCGACCGACGACGACAGTTCTTACGCGACCTGGAGGAGCGCGTGGGCTTCCCAACGGCAGAGCAGGTCGCGGCACTGCGGGAGTGTGTTCGTCAAGTACGCGCGATGCAGTCGTACCAGGATCTATGGCCGCTTATTGGGATGCAGAACTCATTCTTGGATGATGCGTCTGTGCGGCGGTGGCTCCATCAGTGCGAGCAGTTATCCTTCCAGTATAAATATCATACATGAAAAATAAATAAACCTCGCAATGTCCTTGTTACAAGTAAACGCAGTTCTGTCCTGGCATGTCTTCTGACTACACTGGGTGTGTGTTTGTTTGGTAAGGTAAAGAAGATACACAGAAATATACTACATCTCTGTATATTATGAATGGCCGCTGATTTGCACGACGCTCCGGTGCACCACAGGAAACGGTGGACGGATCAGGATGACGCCGACTTGCTCCGTCACGTGTGCGAGGACTCGATCACACTGGCGGAAATTGGCGTACGCCTCAAACGTACAACCGTTGCCATTGTGCGACGCCTGTCATCTGCGGCATTTCTCAATGCCCATCGTGACGTCCGCATTTGCCGAATAGAAGCATCCCCGGCCGCGCATACAACGACAATTGTGGATATTGAAACGGTACTCCGCGAAAAGTACGGTGTCTACACAGGTCACACCCTGAGTGCTGAGTCGTATACGCAAGTGCCATCTACCGGCGTCGCGTATGAATTACCGACGCCGGAGCAGACAGTGGTCGATGACGCGGCGACTCGGTTTGATAAGAACGCGCGTCGTACACGGCAACAGGTTCGTCCAAGTGAAGACGAATGGCGCAAGTGGCGGGAAATGTCTGCGCGCCTGAAAAACGCGTAGCACCACTGTGCCTGTATTAGGTAACAATAATATACTTATGCAGTCGATCATCGTTCGCTTTTTTGTTTCTACCCGAATTAAATGACGTGCGTGAAAGAATAACAAAGGTCTGCTGGTGCGTCGCACACAAAGTATCATGGGTGGATCGTGTTGTAACTCGTCTAGCGTGTGCACAAGTCAAAATCAGCAACGAATCTGGTGTATTATTTGGAATTTCGGACTCGTTCTGTTCCTTATTTTCGTGTTGTATGTGATATACTACTACTGGGTTATGACTCCGGCAACAACTGCAGCGACCTACGCAACCACAGCAGCAATGGCGGCATACCCTGTTGTTCCAACAGCAGCAGCCGCAGCCTATCCCGGTGTCCCAACAGCAGCAGCAGCCTATCCTGGTGCATGTCCGGCGGCGCTTCCAAGCGGTGCGACGTGCCGGTTCATTCCACCGTCCCAATGTGATTGTTTCAATGCAGCGACATTGCAACGCACCATTTATGCCGTGTAAAAAAAGAAAACGATCACTCATTCGCGACTGTGTGTTCAACGTTCGTTTCCACAAAATATATTGTACAATGAAGACATGACATTTACTCCACTTTTGGTGGCACTCCTTGGGGAACAACAATCTTACTTGTCGATCGACCTGTGACTGGAGATGGATGGCGGAGAACGGAGGCCTCAAATTGTGCGTGTAGCGCATCCAGGACGGCACGAGGGATGATAAGAGGCGCTTGATACAATTGTCCAGCATTATTATTATTCACTGTTGTCCACACAACGCGACGGCAGCAACAGATGCGTCGTGTGCATGCAACAAAGATGGTTGAATTCATCGGATCGTATATACTACAATACTTTACTTGTGTATATTCACATATGTACACTCGCGTAAAGTGACTATTACTTAAACTCGAGACATTTCACCTCATTCGCCATCCTCTCAAAGCAAAATTTGGTAGGGTGCCAGTGTGACAAAATTGTAATACCGCGCCGAGTTGGCATTCCGTGTCGTGCTGAGGGCCATGTAATCATTACACAATGCCTCGTTCGTCCGCGCACTGCCACTAATGAGGATTGCATGTTCATAGGGAATTGGCGCGCGGCCACTCCTCACAGATGGGGATACTGAGTGGTGTGTGGGTGTATTTTCGGGTGGGAACAACGACGTAACAAACTCAAACATCATCCCGGGGATACGTTGAGCGACGACAAATTCCGTTTGACCCTCGACATTAATGCCGCACTGGTCCACTATACTTTCCATCGTCTCGCGAATGTGGTTGACGATGAACTCTGCCAATGGCGCGTGAAGTGCCGATGTGTTGTCCAATCGCGAAGACAGAACCCAAATGTGGAATATAACAGTACATTGGTCCATTCCATTCCGTTGACATAGTTGCTTCCATAGTGCCACCTGAGTTTTGGCGTAAGAGACAACATTCAGTTGCACAACTCCAAGTCGCTGGCGCAAATCAATTGCGTCAAACAGAGTGCCATCGACAGTCGCCGCATCGGAAGATGAGCCCACAACAGAGTCTATCAGAGTATCCAAAACATTGCCATAAATACACAATATGCGTGGGGATGACATGTGTGATGATGTGTGTTGAAATCTTGGGTGTTTGTCACTGGAAGAGTACGCCACACACTCGCACGTGGCTATAAACCGACTCGAGAAGAGTTGAACTCTCGAGATATATGTCCGGCCGCCTCCTATATTTATCTGTGCTGTATATATTATGCTATTATCAGTACATATACATACACATTCAGTCGGGATAGTGTGTGCTCATGATGGCGGAACCACCGCGTGACGACGACGATTTCGGTGCGGCGGCTGACTTTCGAAAGCAAGCTCTTGCACACGTTGCCCGTGCAAACGATCGAGAGCGGGGTGGGTTTCTGGAGCGTCTCTTTGATGATTCGAACCGCTATGCCGACGCTGCCGAGTACTATGACAAGGCCGCCAAGTCATTTAAACTTGCGCAAATGCGTACGTATATACCGGAGAATTTTTGTGCCACAAATCACACAAAAAGCAATAATAACGTATATACTATTTGTTTGCGGCAGCCTATGATGCGGGTCAACAGTTCAAAAAGGCGGCCCAGTGTTACACCCGCGCAGGCAATCATCATGGGTTGGAGTGTTGTAACTCATTCCGCAACGCTGCCGCGTGCTTTCAATCTGCGCACGACGTGCAAGAGACAAGGAACTGTCACGCGCTACACATTCACCATGCAGTACAGGAGAGTATGTTTGCCCATGCAGCGAAAGCAGAAGTGGACCTCGCAATTCTATGCATCGATGACAAGTTGTACAAAGATGCTATCGATCATTACACGCGTGCCGTCATGTACTACAATCAATGCGATCACCACAAGACGGATATTGCATCGTGCAACCTTCGTGTTGCCGAGTTGTGCAGCACATCCCTGGACCCACCGGATTATGTAAAGGTGTGTTTGTGTGACAGATCTTCTTCTTTCATGGTATAGATGCGGTTTTTCTCTGCGTGTGTTTGTTCTCATCCGTCTTTTGTTCTTTCTTTTTTGTGATGTGCATATGTAGGCATCCAATTTGTTTGAGGACGCTGCGCGCGCAGCGTATGATTCGCAGAACATGCTCACTGCGAAAAGGTACTTGACAAAGGCCGCACTGTGCCAGTTGGTGCGTGGAGATCTCGTGGGATGTACGCGCCTTCTTGCACTTTTTGGCGACGCCGCCACGTGGAAGCGATCTATCGAATGCCGTATGTTGCACACGATTATCCAGGCGATCGAATCATTTGATGTGGATATGTTTACGGAGGCTGTGCAGATATGGGACGCAGAGAGCACCCTAGACCGTTGGCATGTATCCATGTTGAAGAACGTTCGCGAGACCATTGAAAGTGCGGACAATGTGGAATCATTATTATTGTAAGCATAATACAACCACTCGAGTTGTGTGCATAATATTATTGTATACAGTGACCGGACTTGTTCTCCTATGAACCTCTAACAGTTGTTCTGAGTGTACACCGGTTCGTGTACGTATATACTTACATAGATCATGTAAACCATATGTGTCAAGGTGAAGGGAATGTGTTACCTGTGCCACCATATGCGTATATTGACATCAACTCGAGTTGGTTATGTTACATATGATATGTGTCGTGGGATCCGGTTGTGCTTTCGTGTTGGCATGTTCGTTGTAGTGGGGGTGTTGTTGTTGCTGCTGCTGCTGGTCGTAATCGTAATCATAAATATACCGGTACACCTCTTGTCGCAGTGTTCGCTGTTGACGCTGACGAAATAGCCAGCATTCACATACAACGTAGGGAAGAAACATTAAAACTGCGCACACATGAATGTACGTCGTGATGGGCGCTGATGCAGTGTCCATCGCAGCGCACACCACGCTACTACCATCACGGTGCAGGCGCATCCAGAGCACTACCGGTAACGTACACGCGTGAAATACAGGGGCCGCCATCATGAACCAAAACAATCTGTGTCCGGCGTCGTGGTGTTCGTCGACGCGAGCATGACGCGTGACGTCTTCGTTCGCACTGATGAGCGTCAACGAGGTCGTCAAGGAGGGTTGGACTGCCCATCGTATTCTTCGTGCACGCACCCATGCATTGACGACAAGCACACTCATGCCCAGACCATACACGGAGAAGCAGACTGTAAGTAGCACTGTTGCAGCGCCGCGGTTAACTATCATGTAAGCGAGCCCCATTGCCGCTGTCACGAGAACACATGCGCAAAACAGACGTCCGTTCCAACGATGCAACGTACGCCGCAACGATGATGCATCCGAATTATGTTGATACAGTGTTGTGTGCATGCCCGAGGACGCCGTCATGTGCGGCACAAACTGCCACCACCCAATCAAGACAACAAGCGTGCCGAATATCCAGTGCAAAACGATGGGAATCGCACGTCCAAGTGATGTGCCATAATCCGACAAGAGACATAGAGTGGTACTATGATACATACGTATATATATGGCCGGAACAGACCCAGTATGTGTCTCTCTATTGGTGATGATATGATGGATGTGTGTGCGCCAACGAACGGTTGTGGGTTCGTTCAGAAAAAGAACGTTACAACTCGAGTTGTGCAAAACTGAAAACAGCGTTGTGTAAAATGCCCTTTTCCGGGCACGCATCTCTCTATATACGGAACATGTCGTTTGCAATGCATAAACAGTCCTTTATCGTTTCGCGCGTCGTTCAACACAGTTTCGTCTGTTCTTGTCACATAATACATAATAATGGAAGTGCCTGAACCCGTCATTGGCAGTACTGATACGGATGATGTTGCTGCCGTTGCTGTGAGCGCCCTGTCGAACACCACGACTACACCCCAAGTGGACAACGGGTCCGCCGCCGTCACCATTACGGATGTTCAACTCTCGGCCGAGACCTTGGCAGATTTGCAAGCCGAGGACGTGAACAACCCCGTTCCGGCCGTCGATCGCAAACGTAAGCGTGCAGATGAAGAGGAAGACAATGCAGTCTCTCGCAGCACTGTGGTCGCCGAGGAGGATCGATCGTTTCATGTCACCAGTGCCGCACCCAAACCGGCCCTTGTCATTGCAGACGAAATGGCCGATTTTATCGTGGCAGACGATGACGAGGAAGACGAGACAGTCCTGCATGGTGGTGGCGGTGATGATGACTCGGTGTTTGAACCATGTTCCTCAGAGGATGAGGACGACGGAGATGACGACGGTGACGAAACTCCAACTGACGCCGCAAGTGACAACGATCTCCCACCAACACCGACCAAGAAGAAGGCAAAGGCAAAGAAGCCCAAAAAGGTGGTGATTGATTCGGATGACGAGGAAGATGATGAGGAGGAGGACGACGAAGACGAAGAAGAAGAGCCTGTGCGCCCCAAGAGCACCAATGTGTTCTCTCCGGATGCCTTATTGTCCGTCGCAAGCGGCACCGAATCGAAGCAGAGCTCTGCCGCCGCCGGTGCAAATATCAAGACGGTGTGCGATCTGGACGCCAACAATGTCTTGCCGGAGGGACGCCGTCGCCAACGCCGCACAGTGACACGGTATGTGGATGAAGACTATGGCAAACTCATGTTCAAGGACGTTCCTTCCGATGAGGTCGAGAAGGTGTTTGATGAGAGCGACCCATGGTTCCACCAAAAGTTTGTGGATACCGGTGTGGAAGAACCCTCTGACGATGATGAAGAAGAAGACGATGAAGATGGCGGCGAAAGTGAGGACGACAACATGGACGTCGATGAGGCGTAAAAGAAAACGGCTCGAGTTGTGCAATGTTTTATTACTCGATTTTGTTAGTACCCCTAATTTTCATACACACATTTTTGGGCGGCTCCTCTTTGCATAGTAATACATCATCTCGCTAAATCAGTACTGACCTGAAAACGTGATTGTCTTCCGCGCGAAACTATACTGATGTCATCGGTTGCTGTGCCCAAGGACGGTCCTGTCGCGTCGTCATCGTCCAAAGAAACAAATACCTCGACTGCTGCCCTGCCACCCGTCATTTATATTCGGACGCAGGATGCAGACACATTGTTCGCCGTGCAGAGTCGTTTCTTTACGGAACCCGGCACGCTTCCGGATCATAGTCTTTTGAGGCACATGTTTGATGGCCGCACGAAGACGTCTGTGCCGATGGGCCACCGCGACGGTATCCCCATTTTCCACGTATCCATGCCGGTGGCAGTATTCAGTCATATGTTGCATGGTTTTAATCTTCCTCACATGTGGGATCACATCAATGACAACCTCCCCGGCGATGACCGTGGTGTTTCTCCAGAGTTGTGGGAGCAGTACGTGGAGTACTTTGGCGTTGTCGGATTGCCATGTGCTGACGATGACGCGACGACCGAAGATAGATGCCGCAAACGCAAACGCGCAAACGATGAGGATGATGCCACTGCTGCCCGCAACAGTTATGAATCACGCGTGCGGCGACTGGTCACGGGCTCAGATATTCCGCCAACATTTGAGTTCTATCGACGCCTGGCGTTTGCGACGGCCAATCACATTCGTGCGTCGCATCCAGGCTGGAACACGTTTGCTCTAGGTGCCGAGTCCACACTTGTGTGCGAGTTTATTAGCACGTATCACCCCCAAACGTCGGTTGATGGTGACCGAACTTACCGCATCGTTGTTGAGGGTGACCCTCCGATTGAGCCCGTCGCAATTGCCTACAAGGTCGGCATCGCATTGGAGAACCAGAAAGGCTTTTCTGATACGAAGCCATCATTAGAATATTTCTACCTCTGTGTGGCGCACCATCTTGATGCCACTAAGTTTAATGTGACAGCGTGGATGTTATGCACGCGCAATACGCGGCAGAAGAAGCCCATTCAGTTGCACCATTGGCCAGCGGGTCGGGTGGACCTGACGACACCTCGCGACCACGACGTTTTCGCGATGCGTATTACACATGCCGTTGCTAAAACGGAATAGATTACAGTGTGGATGCACTACTGTGTTGTGCCGCCTTTTGCCCCCATTGTAAAAAATAACACTCCTGCACCAGACGTTTGCTTGCTTGCACATTATTGTTGCTATTCTTTGTCTATGTGAATCGTGTGTGGTGTTGTGTGGATATAGAGATGTACGCGTACAGTGGTGGCGACCGCAGAGTACTGTCGTCACACACACGTAAAAGCATGTGTTCATTAAATCGATCGTGTGCAAATTTGTTGTACTATATTCGTGTGTGAGAGCACACTCGAGTTTTATTGTGATATTTATATATGGGTGCGGTGGGTGGGAGCAGGGGGGAAGGCGATAAAAATGTAACGGCATAGAGTGATCCACAGTCTGCGTACACACTAAATAGACATATCAACACAAGCCGCACCTGCACAATATGGACACGACGCTTGCGTTACCTACAGCGAGTGACCTTCGAGGATGGACGTTGACACAGTTCATTGGCGATGGTGCGACGGCCATTGTCTATCGTGTTGATCCACCGACGTACGGCAAACCAGCATCATCAACAACGACACCACTGTCAGCGACGACCATGGTGATGAAAATTGTTCCCTTTTATCGTTCATCACGGACAACAAAGCCTTTTAAGGGAGTGCAGGAGCGGTTCGCTATTGAAAGTCACATGGCCACGTGGAGCGGAAGTATCGGGATGGGTCCGCGTGTGATCGCCTCATGGACCACACCTCGATTTGGATTCATCGTTATGGAAGAATGGGATATGACGTTGACCCAGTGGAAACGACGGAATGCAATGTCCCTCCCCGAAAACACGATGGAGACAGTGCGCAAACTCATCAAGCGCGCGAAACGTGCCGGCCATTGCGATATCAAAGACGCGAATATCGTGCTGCGCACGGCACCGCATGACGATGGATCTATTATGCAAGTAGGTATTATTGATTGGGGGAAAGTCTCTGTAAAACCTCGTATTCTCAAATATGCAATCGCATCATAAACGTTTGTTAACCGACTGTCTCTTGTCTGGGTGGGGAATTTGTCTATGAAAAATGTGGATAATAGATGCCCGATTCATATGCGACGTCTTTTCATACACACAAATCATATACATATATTATTATACTTACAGGAGAAGAATACACTACAATGTCACTACAGTCGTCGTGGACGAGGCATGAGGTCGTGGCAAGTGCGCCTCAGAGTCCGAGCGCGTGTATACGGTTCGAGGTGGGACAATGGGGCGGCCTTTCATCACGGACAGCGGTTGAATCACAGGAACCGCATGATGTGATGATGACGTGTGATGGTGGTGATGGTTGTGATGTTCGGAGGATGCGGAAGCCGGTACAGCGTCGTCATCGGCGGCGCCCCGACTGCGAGACAAGGCCGAAGATGAGGAAGAGCCGCGCGAAGTCGTTGTCTGGTTCACTGTGAGAAGCCACATGCCCGAAAACAGACACGGACCGCATTGTCGCGCGGCAGTATTCGTTTCGTCGTCATCGGCCGTGTCTTTGACAACCGAAGCCGAGGGAACTCCACTATCAATGGACATGTATCCTGGCAACAATAGTGCCGCGTTGATAATGGCAATCGGGAACACGTACTCAATCGAACCAGGAATGACGACAAGCACGGCCGACAGGCAGAGTGATGCAAACAGACAGATGCCGACCAACATGCGCAAACGGCGTAGTTTCAGAATCACGGCGTGAATCTGGCGGATGGACTTTTCATAGTGCTTGTCATTGTGACGGAGGCGTTGTTGTTGCTGCTGTTGCTCCGAATCGGTGCCACTGCTACTGTTGCTACTACCAGTGCTGCTGGTGCTATCGCCACCAGGCACACTGGCAGCGACCGTCGTGCTGACAGACGAGACATGGGAGAGGTGCTGCTGAAGAATGTGCACGATAAAGGACGCCGATGCGACCGTGACAACGGCAAAGAGGCCACAGCCCAAGCCCATACCAATACCAAAAATACGCACGCCCAGCAGTTGGCGGTCAAACATGGTCTCGGCGGCAGAGGAAGAAGAAGAACCGGCGAGCTCTGTGCTCAAGCGCAGCGCCGCATTGGCGGTCAACGCAAGCCCAGTCGTCATGGCGGCACAAGAGGTAATCCAAACTGTCAACATAATATACCGTCCGATCGTCAAGCAATTGTTGGCGCGTGTGCCGAGCGACGTTGCGGCGCGATGATTCGCCGTTCTCACAGCAGCAGCAGCAGTTGTATCGCTGTTCTGTTGCTGTTGGCTATTGTTGCTGCTGTTGGCACTGGCAATTTGGAGTTGCATTTGTCGAAAGGCGCGACCAAATGCCACCGTGACTTGACGCTGACCCATATGTGCGACGCAAAAGGTCACGCCGCAGATGCCAACGCCCAAGCATGACCAGACGGCAACATATAACGACGGCAACGATGACTGCATGTATATATATATACACAAACAAACAAATAGTTAATATAAAAAATAGATTCTCGGTTGTTCGTATTAATGTCTGTCGTCGTACCCGAATGACATCAAAGGACCCGCACACAGCGGTCAAAAAGAACAAGCCCACGAGTAACAGGCTCAGGCAGGCGTGGACAGAGATACCTCGCGCCGCAAAGTACTGCTGCTGAACGGGAGAAAATTCGTCCGCAATGAGGGCATCGGAGATACGCTTCTTGTTGCTGTTATTTCGGTAGCGCGTCCCACTTGCGCGCGTATTGGTCGTTGACGTACTGCGCGTCTGCTCGGACTCATCCGAGTACGTATCCCGATGACTACCACACCACGACGACAAACGCACAATGATGCGGTACAATGGCAAACAATCAAATCCGAGGCTAGAAGCCGCGACAAAAGAAGAACAACACGCGCGCATGCCGCGCGGCAAACCAACAAGCATGCGTAGCAGACAATAAAAGAATCCCAACATACAGGCAATCAACGTAGCCCACTCCAAAATCACGTGTGTTAGCGAATGAACGTGGCAGTCGCCAATGGCAGCGTTGGCGGGTACGATCCATAACGGGACGGCACCCGTGTACGCGGCAGAACACACACATTTTGCCGCCGCGGCAAGAATTGTTGTACTAGTATCATTCGTACGAGTGCTATTATTGACAAGAGATACACACTCGCCACCGGCGGAGCATGCCCACCATGGCATGGCACTGGCACCACACTGCGCTGTCATTATGTGTGTGTATGAAACTGTATTGTGTGATGTAGAAACAACAACGTATCGTTGTTCACGAATAGGGGAGTGAGTGAGTATAGGCCGATGCACGTGCGAGTATGTGTGAATATCTCGAGTATAGCATTTCTCGAGACCTATGTCGGTTAAATAAAATAATATAAAAAACTAATAACGCAATATTCCGGAGATCACTTGACACGGTTCACACTGCAACCCTTGAGTCTCCGTTCACCTTGTAACATCCAACCATGGGGTACCCTATTACCATCACTGTTATTCTCGGTCCGCAAGCAGACGACTTGTTGGACATGGTGACCGATGCTATTGCAGCGGAAGAGGAGGGGATGCTTGCAGGAATCCCGGCCGCTATACAAGAACAGATCCGGGCAGACCGTATCCGGCTACAAAACTTTATCAAAGATGTGATCCGATTGCCTCCACGGACTGCGGATGATACTACTTCATTTAACACTGTCGCGGAACAGTATCGACAGAAGTATGATCTTTCACCGGATGAACTGTTGTGTCTCTACACAAATGAGTATGCGCTGTTTCTGTTTCATCGCGAGGATCGGCAGGGCAAAGTTCTGTTGCGCTGCAAACCCACGGTGGTGACCGCAAGTCGTGAATGGGCGTCATTTATGATGACATTGTCGCATTATTCTGGACCTCAGTGATGCGTTTGTGTGACCCATACTTCCCCTGTCTATATATAACATGCCTATGTGTACATCGATGTATGTGAGCAATTAAATGTGGACCTGTTTCGTTAAAAAAACAAAGCGAGGAAGAGAGTAAACCTCTGTATGTACCATACACATGAGTCTGCGGGCATACGCTCTTGATGATGTGTGGGGTCGTCGCCAATCGGACACATCATCCGTTGTTGTACAACGACCGAAGATATCGTCCCACGGGTATAGCGAACATGGTACTCCGCAGGCTGTGGATGGTGTAGACGACGAGGACCCACAGAGTACAGCACTTGCGCGACAAGTTGCCGCAATTCTTCACAAACAACAGCAACAACCGCATATCGTGGAAGAAGCAGAAGAGGATATCCCCACACGTAGTAGTTACCCCACCGCGACAGTCGTACGTGTGAAGAAGAAACGACCCGTGGTGTCAGCGCCAGCACCAACAGGAAATACTCAAGGTGGTGGTGGTGGCAACAACAACGTGTTGCTCTATATCGTCATCCTAGTGTTTGTGGTTTTCGCGGTCTATATAGTGCTCAGTATGCGCAACATGCAATCACAGTGGTGGATGCATATGATGTTACCGCCACATGTTCTGTGTTCCCACTGTGGCGCATCCGTGCCTGTTCGGCGTTAGTAAACTTTATATATTTTACACACTTACGGATAACAGTTTATATTGCGACCGTTCCCGCGGAAAATACATACAATGTATGTATGTGTGGTGTGATATGATCATTTTGCTCGCCGAAGGGCCAACTGGACACTAATGCTTGCCAGTAGAACTGAAAAGTGTGTGCGGAATTTGTGGTACAGTACCGAATAGCGCCCGTACTCCTTCATTTTACGTATCATGCGAGGCGTGATGGGAAACGCGAGCGGCCCGATGCCAGGTGTGTAGATTGGCACAATGGACTGTGCATGCGTCTTTCGGAGTCTCTTCAAGTTGGCAATGTCTGGAATCATGATTGTAGAAAAGATGAGCGACATGATAAACGATACAAACGAGTACCTCCACCGCGCCGCAGCGTCGGACTCTGTTGACGTCACTGTCGGCTCCGAAGAGAGAATTTGATCGTCGCCGTCGTTGTTGCCAGACTCTTGAGCAACAACCTCATCATCACGTCGTCTGTGCGACGAGTACCCTCCTGTAGTTCCGCGTTTACTCTTCCCAAACCTACTCGCGAGAGAAAATCCGACTGTCTCTTGTGGTGGAAACTGATCCACGATAAAGTTGTTAAAGAGACCACCATCCACGTACAGACGATTTTGGTACACGATCGCGGGAAAAATTCCTGGCAGCGCCATAGACATGCGTAACGCCTGATGAATTGTCAGGTCAGGTGTGGTCGCGGCAGACATGTACAATGTCGAGTGATCCTCATGACATGATGCGTTGCATACAAACGTTTTCGGCTCACGGCGCTCCTGGTCGGCGTCAGTGTAGTAACAGTACGCGCTGAGATTGGCAAAGGTCACCGTGGGGGGCAATTCCAAATCTTCAAACACGCCATCGATCATGGTGCGGAGAGGTGCATCACTGCACAATGACAGAGTCTGATTACAATTTGCAAGATCCACGCAATCAAGCATGCGTTTTGCTTTCCATGTATCGTACTGAACGATGCGGTCTCGCACACGACACCATTTTTCTGGTCCAAACAGAACGGCGAGAGCAAGGACTGCACCAATAGAGGTTCCGCCACTCCCCAGGATACGATCGAATAAACGCGTCTCGCGGGTGTCATCGTTATCCATAACAGATATATCTTGCTCTCCACCACCACGGCGATTCTCGTCCTCATCTATGCACATGTATGTATCGAGCGCCGTACAAAGCGCAACTGCCCGCGCCGCACCCCCGGAAAAAACAACGTACTTGACGTCACGTACCGGAATCATCTATTTCCTTCTTTTTCCCAATTAACAACTGCGCAGTGCTACTCAGTGTTGTTGTGCAGAGCAACAGTCACGTACACGCGCACGCACATGTAAGCTTTACTTCTACTCTTTTAGCAGACCAGTATATATATACATGTGCGTATATATGCGGAAATTGTATATAGTATATACACTCTCTCGAGTGAGAATACATTCAGACGCATGTATATGGGCGCATCTTCGTTCACCAGTTTTACTTTCTCGTCTCGTTACATGCACGGGCTAGAAGTATATATTTCGGCACACATATCAACTCGCTGATCGGCATGTGCAGTCGAACGGCTGCCTACTATGCAGTACCTGTGCTCATTGTGGCGCTCACCATTGGCATGGGTTGTATCTTTGGGTTAAGTTACCCCGAGTGGGCTCGTCACGACCGCGCTGTTGCTACACAATGTGTCTACATGGACAATCGCATTGTGAGCAGCACTATTAACTTTGGCAATGGTGGCGGTTCTATTACGACGACAACCACAGAGTATATTCCAATATTGGACGTTATCTGTCCCGCCATCCGCCCGGATAACGCCACATTGCAAGCCTTTCGAATGCTCTACACGGACGCATCGTGGTCGTCTTTGAGCGACGTGACAATGTGGCTTGCGACGTTGCCTCCACTACATAGTAATATTACCATCTACTATGACCGCGGTTCTGCCGCGAGTCCTGTACTGTTTGCAACATTGGACCTGTCGTCGAGAGTGGGTTGGGGGATTGCAATTCTCGTGGTTTGTTGCATCGTCAGCATTATATGTGTTGTTACCATTCTCAGTGGAATTCTGTACAGCATTTAACACACGCGCTCATCCTGTTCTGTACATACATTATATATTACTCATTTAGTATTCTTACACAATGCACAGCGCATTCATGGGTGAGTCTCTTGGTCACAGTCACCACCATCCATATCATTGACTGGCCACTCTTCTCGCACTTGGTTTGATAATTCCCGCATCACCTCGAACGTCGCGTGTGAGATAGCGCCGCGAAATTGTGTCTGATCCATCGTATCCAACAGCGCCGGAGCGTAAACTTCAGAGTACGTCCACGAATGCGTTGTCTGACTGTACTGAACTGCAAAAATGCACACGTCATCCACCAAGTTCAGGGCGACACCCCTGCTAGTAGTGACATTGGGAACGCGCTGTGTATCCCGCGTAAAAATGTAAAACACTGGAACAAGAAGCGAAGTGCTCCCGTTCAATTCATCCAGCCACGACTGCACGTCCAGTCGCCGTTGCGGAATGTAAACGAGAACATACGAATGCCGCTCCGCTGCGAGACGATCCACGAGAAAGGCTTCAGACAGATGATACACCTGTTGTGGTCGGAAAAGGCATTGTGACGGTTCATCGATCAGGGCGACGGTACTCTTCTTGTAATCTGATGCACCATCACCGGCGACATATGTGGTCCCATTTGCGTTCTTCGACGGCTGTTCGGAGGAACCGGACAATTGCTGTTGCTTTTCAGACGACAATACCGCCTCTGTAGTCCGTCTCGCAAAGGGATTCCATCCAGAGAGGCCGCCAGCACCACCGCGCCTGCGAAGTGTGGCGATACAGGCTGCGACGCCGACGGTCGATGCAACAAAGGCAGCCGTAGCCACGGCATGCCAGGTCATGCGTGATGTGTCGGTACTGCCTTGCATGTCCGCACGTACACAAACACACAACCTCTGTTTGTTTGTGATCTACCCGCGATGTGCGACGAATAAAGCAAAACCAACAGCATGACGCGTCTATATATATTACGTTTCAAAAAACTCGAGATACAATTATTCTCATGTTTCTCCACATGACGATGTGGCGCTGGCCTGAGACGAAGCAGGAGGGATTGGGGCATTCATCAGGGACATCCACTTTTGACGAACATTCTCATCGTCAATGGCCTCATCCACGAGGGTGGCCATGCGCAACCAATACAAAGATGTCACCGCCTCGGGTGCAGTGTATCTGACCGAATTGCGCGCATAGTCCACTTTCTCTAAAATGGCATCATTCGATGCTACAACGGGGTCTTTACGAAATGTATTCAACCGTTCAATCAACGCATCACGAACGCGAACACAGTCTTCCCAGCAACTGGGTATAACCTCGCTCGCCGCAGAGACCTCCTGTTGTTCCATATCGTGGTATGTTTAGATTTGTTGGAATATATTATGCGCGCTCACGCTAAATACTTAAAACACAAACAAGAAGAGTGTCGGGATGTGCGCGGTACGTAAATAAATGTCTCTGAAAACTCGAGATTTCTTGGCTCTCGAGTTTGTTCTCAACCGCGCACTCGTGCGAGTTCAGTGTACATACTACTTTCTTAGCCAAAAGAAGGGGACCTATGGATTCGCAAACACATCATATTTGGATTCGTAACGGGGATAGAGACGCAAAAACTATCTTGGTCAGTATTTCTCAGGTGGAAATCCTCCAGACAAACGAGGGTGGTGAGGAACATGACAATGTTGCGTGTGAACTGAGCATCCACTTTCCCGAATGCCATGGCTTTCACTCCACAAAGTTTAGCTTGATCATTCCAATGGCGCCGCCGTCGTTGCACCTGGGCAATTGGGAGGATATTAACGCGTTTGTCAAGAGCAACACAACGATGCAGCCGGCGTCTTCTGCTGAAACGCAAACGTGGCAAAAGCTCATTGTTCAATACATTGCGGTGGAGTATCAGCGCTTACGCGACTTTTGGCAAATTGGGCCGTATTTGAGCCGCGACGTACTAGAAGAGTACATTGAAACGATGCCAACTTTTCGTTAGGAGAGCGTGTGCAATATAATACTCGCAATATGTATATAGTACTATTTTCTTCGATGCACGCGGTGTTGTAAATAATGAAAAAATGTTACACACACGCACTATATAATATTCTTTCTTTTACTGACCAACTAGGATGAAAAGCGCTGCTGCGTGTCTGTATGTATATAACATAAAACGACCGCTGTGGCGAGCACATAAAGACAGAACAGAATCAGCAGAACGGCAGAGACACATGACTCCCCTTGAAGAAGAGTGGCAGTACCAGCAACGATACTATGAACGCCAGTTTGGTATGCCTGACCGATCTGCCAAAACACGCGCACAAGCCCTCGCGTACATGAACATTCCCGCATCGACTGCGCCACAACCTCCATTGGAAGTTCCAGACGGGCAATCTATTGTCAGTATCAACGATATGGCGATTCCCACCCCGTACTACTTGGGAATGCGAAGTGGCGGGCAGTTGGACCTACCACCGGATCGGCAACGATTCAACATTTCCACTCGATTGGAGGGTCGCAAAGCGTTTACCCGAGACGACATTCGACCCAACCTGCCTCCGTTTTGAGCAGCCACGAAATAAAAGATCTGCCTCTTATATGTGCACATTATGTAATATATGGACGTGAGTTCTCCCTTTTATGACGTATACAATTGTGCCTGATGATAAGAATGTGGCACATCGCATCGCTCTTGTCGTTTCTTTTGTAGTTGTTGCCAATGGTATGGTAGTGAGTCGGGTGGGGAGAAGTGAAAGATGCCCTCCTCGCGTTCGTGCCGGTCCAAAATGGCGTCATTCTCCTCTTCCTCGTCAATGACCTCCATGACTACGGGAAGATTGTTGCGATGCTGAATGTCATTGTTTTGGGCACGGGCGGCACTCGGAGTGGCAGTGACATTGCCGGTCGTTTTTGATGGAGCCTGACGTTGCTGCTGCTCACAGTCCGAGGCATCGTCGTCATCATCCCAGTTTTCAATCGGATCGTCCATATCACCCGTACGGCCGCGCGTCTTACTATGAGTACGACCGTCGTTTTTCTCTGCTGCCGTGATTCTCACATCGGCGCGCGGCTGTCGTCGACGGCGCATCTTACCACTGTTGATACGGTTTGCCGTTGCGGGCAACGAAAAGACGATGCGGCCGATTTGTGTTGTTGTGCGACGGTGATGCATGAGACACACACACGCTTGTCCAGTCACAGAGACACACTACTGATGCAATACACACCTACCTACATGTGTTGGAGCCCTAATCAGTACATATTCATGTGCAAGGTTGAGACTCGAGTATATACATCTCGAGTTGGTCAATGTCGTGTACAAACGAAGCACAAAATATTGCACGACCCTACGCTCTCGCTATATCTGCACACAGATTTTGTGTAGAGACGCTTGCATACTAGTATAGAGGAAAGGAAAAGGTCGATTCGGGTAATGTGTGCAACAATCACACTCGTGAACGGCGTGTATCATCGTAACCAGCAGGGTGTCATTACTGCAGACGATGTATCATCAGTATCAACGCAGGTGGCTGCGTCGAGCATTACGCACACACAACCGGGATGCATGGCATATACAGATTCTCTCGTTCCCTTCATCACCTTCTTCAACCTCTGCTTTGGCGGGTGGATGTTCTTTCGCCGCAGATACCGGTACGAGCAACGCCACATCGACTCAGTAGCCGCTATCGTAGGCATACACTGCGTCACCTTCACCATCCTTACCACGACTGCCATGGCGGTGTGTGCGTCGGCCACAATACATCCCACAATTCCGCTGGACGCATGGTCCTTTGTCGTGGCTAATCTTGTCTGTGTACTGTACCTTGAGTATCGGTGCCAACGTACCGAGTTCCATTTCGAACAGTGGACGACGTCGCTCATACATGCCGTCATCACGGCATCATTGTCGTCTTTGGCGTGCTTTCTTGAGTCCTCATCACCGCCGGTCGCAACACAACTGCATTATATGGCGGTGGCAAACTTGGTTTCATATCTCATCAGCGACTTGGCCAACCCAAACAAGATGATCTTTGTGATACATCACATTGTGACCATTGCGGCGGGCGTGTTGGCGTTTGCGGGTTGGGTGCCAGTGGCTCTCGTCTCTACCCTAGCGCTCGCTGAGTGGACCGTCCCTTGGTTGTACTGTGCCAAAAAGAAGTTGTTTGTTCCAGTGTCCTACGTGGGACTTCTACTGTTTCACATTATATTTCGCCTCCTCGTCCCTCTTTTCTGGATGCGACCTGCTATCACGGCGTTTGGTGACTCGACGGTGGTGGCGTGGCCTATCGCCGGGCGTGTACTCTTTTGGACACTGTGGAACATTTACTTGGCGCTGCAAATCTGGTGGTTCTTCACCATGCTATGGTTGGCGTATCGGATGCTGACGACGAAGCGTGCTCCCATTGAACACGACGAGAATTGAGAGACACGTGCACCCACAGGCTATCTGGTGCAATAAACGCATATCCATGTAAAGGAATAAATTGTAATATACACGGATCGCGGAACCGCGCACTCGTCGTAATATAATACACGTATATTTTACATATATTTAGTGTTCTGTTTCAGCCATTCCCTACTGTTGCTCAACATGTTCTTCCGACCAGGACGGCAATGGGGTGGAGGCCGGTGCTAAGGGTGCTGCTGGCAGAACCAAAAAAGATGGGTACAATAGCGAGCAATAAACATTGTACGATCGGGTGGCAAAGGACTCGACCGCAGCAAGTGCGGGGACTAATACCTGTGCCATAATATCCTCCCGCACAGACGTCGTTGGCGTCATTGTTCCAAACAGGGCACGCAATCCTGGCACAACATAGGCGTTCATGTGCGCATACAGATGCGGGAAGAGCAAAGACGGCGCCCCGTCGTGGTTCATAATCGCAATGGCATCATTCGTCTCTGCCGACGTGGTTCCATTGTAGTCGATGGGAGTCTGGCACCCCGGGCCCACCGAGCGGACTAGCAGAGCGAGCAAGCCATGCAGGCACACATACAGTCGGAAAATCTCCTGCACAAGGGATCGCACAGCCGGAACAGGACTTGCGTGAAGCGCCTGGATCAGGGTTGTATAAAAGGTGGATTGACCCAGGTTGAATTGTAGCCACTGGAGGCGATCGCACAATTTGCCAACCATATGATACCCTGACGGAATGACAATCACCGCATTGGTCACAGTCGACATGTATATATGGATTTGCGATACACACGTATATATTGTACCGAACCCAAAGAAAAACCTGGTACTACATATCACACCGACGGGTCTGCCACAAAATACTCGAGAAAAAGAGAAACTCGAGTGGGTGTAGTCCCTCCCTTCACGCGTCCGTCTCGCACTCAACACAACAACAAACACACATTCACGTCATACACAGAGACAGAGGAGATATGGAGCGCAAAACCACTCGCATTACAATGACGGTCAGCCTCGATGCGTGCGTTGAATGTCGATTCCAACGTAACGACACTTTTCCAGTATGCGGACGATGTATGCGATGCCTGGTCCACTGCACGCATTTATGGCACTGTACCGGTCATGGCATCCATGTATGTGATGCATGTGTGCAGCACCATAACCCGGCACTGACTCGAGTTACAAACTCGAGACACTCGTCTCCACCACAGTAGTACGCCTACCCTTCCTACATACATCAGTTGTCATTGTCCGTGCGTGTTTGAACATCATTATTACGTCGATGTGTGGCCTTTTGTTGTTACGCGTCGCGCTGCTCTTCTCTATTGCGACAGCCGCGGTGGCTGCTTCGGGCGTAGGGAGGAACCATGTAAATATTTGGCCGAGCGGCGCCACTGTCTTTCAGATTGATACAAAGATGCAAGCGATCCCGGGGTCGATGCACAACTGTGCCGACGATGCCAACTGTCTCTCGTTGATCATGACCATGTGGACATCGGCAGACTGGAAATCGCGCAACGTGTCCTACATTGTTGTTCGGTTGTGGTCGCGTGATGGTGATGGCACCGACACGCATGACAGTATGACACGTTTGGCTACTGCAGCGGCAACGGCACCGCCCCAACTGAATGAGGAGTGGCCGTATGTGTTTGTTCCGGGTGGCGCTTCATTGATTGGTGTCAATTCCATGGCAACGTGGTGTCGCCGTCCCCCATATGAATGTTCACATGATACGGACTGTCTCCGTCAGACAGTGGAGGCCTTTAGAGACGATGCATCATGTGTGGCATATGTCTTCTTCATTCCCATCATTGGCCACCACACAAGCCCGTAAACGAGAGAACATTATGTATTGTCTATTATATACACCTTGTACTTGTGTGAATGAAGAACTGTTCAATTATACAGAACGATATGTATTACACAGACACCAGGAACTAATCTTTGAAGTAATCTGCGGGCAGATCCTCCCAATCAATGCTGCCGAGACAGCCACCGGCCTCGCTTTGCTCGGATGGGTCCCCTGGAAGGGCACGCCAAATCGTACACGTATGGTTCGACGAAGAATGCGAATCACCCGATGCGGCACTTGAGAAGCGTATTTCGATGCGGTCCATGTTCGCATACGTGTCCGTCTCTTGCGGCTTGCCGGTCTTGTTCATGTGCGTGCGCACCAAGAACATAACTTGCAACACAGTCGCGTTGATCGGATCAACATCCACAGGAACTGTTCCGCACTCATAAAAGGCATCCGGTTTGAGATGATGGGGCTCAACATCCTCTACCTTCTGTACACTCACGCGCAATGGCACATGTTGATGGGTCACTTCAGGGTCATCCACATAGTGTTGTAAAATATAGTGAATAGCCGACTCGAGTTTACCAAAATATTTGGCCGGACCACATAGTAGGGTTGATGGAGTAACGCAGTACATGTCGGTGGAGTATGTATACGGAAGATATGTAAGTACACACGATGGTGTGTGTACGTGTGAGTGAGTGAACAAGTAATGACTGGAAAAGATAGAGTGCTGACCTGTATATATGAAGATTGTATTTTCCATGTCAACTCGAGTTGTTCATTTCATTGCAATTATTACCCGACCACACAACAACGGTCACTCCTGTACCCAAGAAAAGTCCAGTTGGACTTGGGATTGGAAACGATTCCAACTCGATCGGTTCTCCGTCGTTGATCCATGTATCGTTGTCTTCATTATATGTGCTAAATTGGAGAATGTAGTGTCGCAGATGGCTGCCGATATGAGTTCTCTGGTGCGATAGTGTGGCGCGATGTTTTTGAACATGGTTTGCTTGTGTCTCGGAACAATTAACAAAGTGAACTGCACCTGATGTGTCGTCATCAGAGTCAATGGATGCACTGTCATAGATGTAGATACGCGAATCACTGTCATCACTGGGTACGAATTCGGGGATGCCACCATGCCCCCACGTACGCAGACGGTAGGTGATGTCATGATGTGCTCTTTCGCGCAGTACCTCATTGGTACAAAGACCTATATTCTGAAATGCTGCAATGAATGACATGATGTGCCTTTTTGGGACACGAAAAGGCTCTCTGTCTCTTCTTACTATGCATCTTCTGCCAAGTTCTTAGTGTGACGTTCGCACCGTTTCACAAGGCCCCGCGAAAACATTGGACGTGTTTTATTGAACAATATATTTATATGTACACACAGAAACCGTCGCCTCCTTTTACACACCGTTTCTCTATTATACAGTGATGCAATTGCTAGAACCGACGATGGAGATTTGACTTGGGGAGCAACACAGTACATTGATGCTGAAAGAAATGTACTGATCGTTTTGTCCACGAACAAGGTACGAACACGTCGTTGCACTACCTCCAGAGACACCGCGTTGGGGAGTTCCTGTCGCATTGAGAACTGGATACCAGAACCCAACCACAGGCACCGGAACTGGGGATGACGAGGACATTGAAAATACGGATGCCGACACCGCCAACCATCCTGCCGGACACGACACATACGAAAAGGGTGTCCCCTCCTTAATGTGGGGAAAATGGGTCACTTGAATAGGACCATTCACGTACGCACACCCTGTCTGTTGTACGAGTTGCGTGGCAACTGCCGCGGTTGCGAACAAGAAGACAAAACAAACGAGCAAATAGTGTGTCGCGGTATAGCGAGCCATGTCTAGTATGATATGATGTATCGCACGCGAAGGCTAAGAGTTGTTTGTGTCGACTGGTTTGTTTTCTGGCTGTGTTACCATACTGAAACTGATAATATCTCGAGAGTGATATATCTCGAGTTTTTCTCATGCGGTATGTAGTACAGTAAATGGGCGATCACATGTGTGCGTGTCTGCATAAATACGGCACACATTCGCAGACGTGCGAATAGAATATACGCACACCCAAAGTAAAGAGCAACAGTGAGTGGTGCGTAATATATTGCAATCACCTTCTTAAGAATGACTGCTCCGGTACCTTTAACCACAGCCCCATTTCCGGGTGTATCGACGAACACCTACTTGCAAGATGCTACGCAAGTGTCAATGTGGCTACCTACACTGGCAATAGACAATCTCGCTGGTACTAGCACTCTCCAACAAGGTGCGTGGGCCTTTTATGCAAATCGCACCCCGAATGTGGGCACGCTGTCCTTTGGAACGTATAATTTTGGTGCGGCTGTTCCTACCCCGATTAATCTTTTGCCAACTATTGTTGCGGATCCGTACACGGCATACACGGATGCTGGCCGCACGGGGGACACTGCCGCCGTGGAGAACCTCAAATTGATTACGGCGGACACATTTGGGTCGGATCAACTCAACTATTCGCTGAAGAATGGACTCGCTCGACAATTCTTACAGGCGTTTACCGGTGATGAGTTGCTTCCTGAGACGGTCGACCTTACAGGGTTCTCGCCTGTCGTCTACAGCCAAGGACTGGTCCCGAATTCGTACGCGCACTCACTAGCACATGTGATTAATATTAGTCGGACGACCTCTCATTTGGCAAATCAGCGCGCGGCGAATTTGCAGCATGCGCTCACACTCACCGCGGGTGTGCTTCCGTCGCGTATGCATATGACCGCACTTCATAACCGCGTGCGCTACCAGATGTTTCTTAGCCCAGACTACTCGAACGGAGACGTTACATCCAGTGCGGCGACGATGGGCTTTGTACCCGTATTTTCGGTTGCCAATTTTGGAGTAACAACAGAGGCCCCTCAAAATCCCAGCAACTATGCAGATCCGGCCTTTGGTGGTGCGTTCACCTACCCACAGGCCGCGAATCAGAAGACAATGAGTGCAAGCGATGCAGACCAGTCGCGCATGGCGGATCTGTGGCAGAAGGGTATGATATCGTTTGACGGCTACGTTAATTCCGCCTCCACCACCATTACGCCTGATTTGAAGGGGTTGCAGTGGCGCTCCTTGAGTGACCCGTCGTTGCAGATTAATCCGAATGCGCGGTTGTCTGCAAAGCGCCTGAAAAAGAAGATTCACCAACATTTGGGTCGCGGCATCCCGCTGGCGCTGCAAGTGAACGTGTACGATAACTGGCGGGCGCAAATGGTGGCTCAACCCACAAACCCCGAGATCCCGTTGCCACTTGCCAATGCTGCTCCGATCGGTAGTCACTTTTTCACGTTGGCCGGCTACAATGACACGCATTACGTGGTGATGAATTCAATGGGGGCCAATGTTGGTGTGAACGGAAATCACCTGTTGCCGAAAGAGTACGTCGACTTTGAGCAGGACTGTATGGCCGGAACGGGTACGTTTTTGCTTACGTCTACGTGTTGGACGAGTCATAATGTCAACTTGAGCAAGTGCGTCCCGACAACACAAGGATGTGGCACGAACCAAAACCCCATCTTTAGTTGGCGTACACTGTTTACATAAAAGTGACGACGTTACTGTGTATCTTTTGTACATGTATATATGTTTATCTATATATGTGCTTACATTGAAGAGGTGTATCATGCAGCCGAACCTCCACGGTACGTCGCGGCGCTCGGAGGCTCAAAGAAGGGGTTCTCATCGGGCATGAACATGGTGCATTTCCACATATCGTCGGATATCAGGCGATCAAAAACGCATTCGTACATGGCGTCGACAAACTGCCTGTTCATAGTCTCATAGACAACCTCGCGCAACTGCGGATCAGGATTATCAACATCAGGCAATGCGTACGCGGGACACGCACTTATCCAATTACTTCTATCGAGTCGAAGCACAGACATCTGAAGCCGTCTCCCGCTTGCCTCGACTGTTTTATCAATAAACTCAATGGGAGTCCATACCGCTGCTGTCGACGGTTGGAACATATTTTTTGCAACAACGACTGAAATATGATCTTCCGGGTCCGTATCGTTCACAAAATCCAGCAAGAATAACGGCACTCTAACAGGTTCTGCATCCGCACTGACCGTGGCGGAAAGGTACATGGTGGACTCTACATCGGTGCCAGAGAACATTCGCAACATGACATCGCGAATAATGTCATCAAAGTCTCGTATCGCCTCGGTCGTCGTCGTAGAACACTCAGACGTTGTTGAGGCAAATGTGTGATCGTTACCAGCCGCCGCGATCATGGCATCAATGATGCGATGATAGTCCACCAGTGTTTCCGTCGGGGTGTACATCTCGGGCTAGTGCGTGAAAGGTAGCACCTCCATATGCGTGTACCTACTACCTAACTGGCGCGTACACATACGCTCTTGTGTGTGCAATTCGAGTCTGTGAATCTCGAGTGTCATAAAACCAGAAAGTATATATAGGTGAATAGGTCGTTGGATGTTGTATATTGTACATGCCCGCTACCACACTGTCTTAAATAGGAGGATCATACCCGCGCATGACATCCGTTTCTGGAGGAGGGAGGGAGCAGTGTCTTGTTGGTGTGCTAATCGTCGTCACATCTAGCAACCGCACTTGTTCTTCTTGCACTTGTTCTTCTTGCAGCACTTCTTGTTCTTCTTGCAGCATCCGCCTCCGAAACCGAAGCCAAAGGCGCCAGAGAAGAAGACAGCGACCGCAATGAAGAAGAAGATGGCGATAACGACGACAACCCAGAACCAGGCGTAGTAGAAGATATTGGTGCTCTCGGCGGCGCCACAGCCAACGACACCGTAGCCACATCCGACATCGGCGCGGGCGGCGGCAATAGCCGCAGAAGCGGGACTGACAGTCATGCCGAGCATGGCCAAGAGACCGAGGAAAAACAATGCAAACTTATTCATATTGTGTGTATGAACTGGAATCGTGACACTGGGAAAAGTGTGTATGTGTGAGGGAGCGTGTTGGGGGTTCTCTAAGAGTAGGACCCGTGAACGTCGCTTTAATATATAGTGTCACACGGAAATGTTTCGGTCGTTGGATGACAGCAAAATATCAGCGAAAATTTTTTTCCCAACATCATATGTCCGGTGTGCACGTTGTAATTTTTGCATCGGTGCATATGCGTCGTGTGTAACGACAAAAAATATGACATACTATATTGGAACCGCGGCTTTTTTTGGTGCGAACACTATATTCAAAGCGTTGTTGTGGTGCGTAGTCACGGCGGCGTACATACACATCTTGTTGTAATTTATAATTGCAGTTTGATTTTTTTAAGTTGAAAGAGTTAATATGGGCAAACATAGCCACCTATCTGAGCCTACTGTGCTACAAATTGTCAGTGTCGATAATGTCGCACTGCGCGCGGCACCCAACACAGACGATCCCACCAACATTATTGATTTGTTCCCGCCGACGTTGTTGGTGACGCGGCTCGATCAACGGGAGTATCCGGACGAGTCACCCGAGCCTGCCGGACTTGTGTTTGCGCTCGTGAGCGTGGCAGAAGAGCCCACCCCCATCGTGGGATTCATGCCACTGCGTCAAACGCCTCCACAACTGGGCGCACCGACCGCGTATTTCCTGTTGCGCACTGCACAAGCAACGGTTGTAGAGGAGCAACTTTTCCAGAGTTCGCACCATCATGGTAATCATCACGGTGGTGGTAAGAAACAGAAGAAGCGACATGGAAAGAAACAGAATCGCACAGCATCACCCTCGTCATCCGATGACGACGATGCGGAGCAATTTGACGGCACCGCACATCGGCAACACGACTGCGTTGTGAATCGCGTGCCGGCACCGCGTCCACCCCAACCCTGTTGTGCGAACAAGTAGAATGAAGAAGCCACCGCGAGTTAAGTGTGTGTGAAACAAAAATAAATATTACGCATGTATAGACGCAAACCAATGACATGAAGTGAGTAAGTTTGTTCATGAATCACTGTGTACAGTAATAACAGGTCTTAGGTGTTCTTCACCAGCATACGGGTCGTCCCCAATCCCGAGACCCACGATGGGTAGCCCTGCGTTGAAGAGCAATTGGTCGCGAACAAACTCGCGTTCAAACGACGCAAATTCTTGCCAGGGTTCCTTTGTCCCGATTTGAAAATCCCGGACTGCTGCCTGGAACTCCTCAATGGTGGGCTGCGGTTTGTTCTCAGGCCACCACTCATAACCGTACGACGTTGGACGGCCCCAATAAAAGTCCATGAAGTACTCGTAGTCGGCTTGTGTGGCCGCGTACAAGTGCATCGACGACGACATAACAGGGTGTGCGCGTAGGTGATAGAGATAGAACTACACACAATATAGAATATGCAAGTAGGAGACGTGCACGAGTTATATTTGGTGCATCTCGAGTGTGGTTCTACTCGAGTGTGACCACACTCTAAAGCCTGCAAAACAGCACAGCATTGTAGAGATCTACTTGGTTTCGTGCATGTACGCGTGGTGGTAGAATGGGCGAACGCGTGGAGAATAGCCATGATGTGCGCACTACTGTGACGCGCGAACAGTTTCACCAAGTACAACACGCATGGCGGCAACTATTCGATTATTGGTCATATGCTACAAGCACAAAATCAGCCATGTTTGAGTGGGTGAATGAAATTGATCTTCTTCTGTGGCGCATTGCTGGCGCGGGAGATTATAATCGTATCGCCAACGTTCTCACCGATGATGTGCTCAATAAAGCATCGAAATACCATCGTCGCGATGCAACTGCCACGGACAATACGGTTCCTACCACGGTTGTATCGACGATTCGTCGCGTGTTGTCACCACCCTTGTAAGTGTGTGTGTGTGTAAATGCAAAAAATTGGGTGAGATCATTGGCGTTGGATATGTACTTTAGCAAATTTTATATGTGTCCTCAATAAAACTTTGTCCACATGGGCAATTAGGTGTGCAAATTTTTGTAATATTGTTTGTGCAACGAGTCGATTTTTTTCTCCTGTAAGAGGAACAAAGAGTAGAGGGTCTCTTTCAACAGACACCCCCGTACACGTACACTCGAAACAGTTTGTTGTGTGAGAACGAGAGAGGGAGTCTTCTCTTCGGATATACACAATTCACAACAAATACATTCTACACGACTCCACATACACACATTTCAAAGCAAGCATAAAAGAGAGAAATGGCGACAGAGTCATGCACATTGTTTTGCCGCGGCGGATCGGCCAAGTACGATCCCAAGACGTTGCAAGAGATGGGGTGCCGCAAGGTTGACACACCCGCGGGAACCGTCATCCAGTGCCCCATGAGTTGCTCTAGCATGATCCACACCGTGCGCGCGCAAGGTCCCGCTGTCAAGGTGAGTGAACCTATCGCCATCGCGGCCTACACACACCACGGCGCGAACTGGCTCGGCTACATCACCTACGCCGACGGCCACCAGCAGCGCGAGGTCCACATCGAGGATACGCGTATTTTCAAGTTGACCAAGGATCGCTTGCATGCCGGCCCGCAGCACTACGGCGTGCCCGCACACATCGCACTCCCCGACGTGTTCACCGTGACGGCCGACGAAACGGGTCCCCTGTTTGGCCGCAAGTTCCCCTTTGATGGAACTGTCAAGTACGGTGCGCCCTACAAGTTGTTCACATCGTGGAACTTCTTGACCGCCCCGAACACGTTGATCAGCCGTCGCCAAGAACTCGACCGCAATTTGCCCACGACTGGCTCCGTCATGTGTCTGTATGGTGGACGCAGTCGCGGTCGCGACGTGCATGGCAAGGTCGAGTGCGCCTACGACAACTCGCGCTGGTCGTTCGTGCCTGCCGACGGCGCCACCGAGATTGGCGAGACGCTCTGCAAGGATGACATGTTCTACATTGCCGAATATCCCGGCATGGGCAAGTCTCGTTTCTTGCGTTGGAATAACGAGATTGCCAATTTCGACTTGGTACAGAAGAGCGAAGCGACCGTCTTCTCGTTCCCCTCAAGTCCCGTCGAGCAAGGTCCAAATCACTCGATCTGTCAGTACGTGCCCGGTACTGTCGGCACTGGCCCGACGGTGGCGCCTCTGTTGGACGACGGTGCTGCGATCGCCATTGATGTGCGCGACGACGGTCAGGGCGACCGGATGTCCTACCAGGCCGGTGGCGGTGTGCCTCCATTGCCCATTGTGTACCAACCTCCTGTCGGCAGTGGCGGCGGCCGCCGTGTCTCCCCCTTGCCTCCACCCCCGACTCCTCAACAGCAGGGTGGATTCATGCACTGGGTCATGCTGATCCTGGCCGGAATTCTTGGTGCTCTTGTTGTCATGTACGTTTTGCGCAAGCAGGGTTGTGCGCAGCATGGTGGATCCGTGCTGGGATCGGCACCGGCTCCCACCACGGTTCGCATCGTCTCCTAAGTTGGAATATGACCGTTTGTGAAATCTAACCACGAGGACCGACCGACCATCAGAGCGCGCGTGATCTCTGTCTGTACGACACAAATAAAAAACCACCCCGCACACACACACAAAATATCGTTTCTAGCCTTTCAAGGATATGGACTCCGTATATTTCATAGAAAAAATATACAGTTTAGTACCTGCAACAGTGGCCGCATATGTACATGTCTAAACAGATAAGAGTTTGAATCGAACAGTGGCTGCGAAGCGGGTCTTGGTAACATAAATACCCCCGCCATCCAATTCCGATCCGACGTGAACGTCTTCCGCCCACGATCGAACCTCCGGGACCGGATCAAGAGGAACAAGACCGTCCTGTTGAATAGTGTGAATGAAAACATTGCCCTCGGATGATGCTTCTTCCTTCGTGGCAAAGACGTGCCCTTGCCAGGTGTGAATCACCCGGGATGGAGGTGCCGCACAAATCAATTTTAGCACAGCGTCGCGCACATTTTTACGCTCCAGACGTTTACGCTCCTCCAAGGCACTTGCAAATGCGTCATTGTTGTTGGCTTCTGGTGCCGCCATTCAGACTGACACTCTCTTCTAGGAGGTGTGCCAAACAGTAATATTACGGAAACACTTTGCGGGGCTCAACATACAATATGTGCTAGGAAACCAATATTTTTCGTTTTATTGTGTTTGGTCCACGTTCGTCTCGAGTGTCTCATCGTCGTCAATACTTGCGCGCAACCGACGAATCCATGCATCGTGCTGTTCGCGCGATATATCCGCAAACCGGGCATAGCGCTGCGCGAGACGTTGCCACACGTCGTATGCAATCTCTGTCACGCGCGGCCGCGCTCCTAAATCGGGAAACATGTCGCTCACCACGACGCCATTGGCCGTATGTGCGTGACAGTCCTCCAAGACAATACTGTACAGGTTGCCATGCGCATGGTGAACGGGTGTAATGGAAGAAACCCACATGGGCTCGATCCGTGCGATTCCGGCGCCCGTAGGAGTCATCGTCGCGACCTGGTGTTGATATCCTGGTCGGAGCGACTGTATAGCCTCGCGTGATACGTTATAGATGGGTTCAGAGTGCGTACTCGGGGTAATGGCAAATCGAACATCACGCATCCCGTAGATGACATGGCCGTCAGTCATTGTTACCGTGGTGCGCGCTGTCGTCGCTTCCGGACCATGCCGCGATAATTCAATACTGTAGACGGTGCGTTGGGTTGTTGGCACCTTGAGGATAAATGCGACGCGGGTCGGGCGCTGTTGCGTCGGACACCACACGACATCGCCTGCCAACAACGTCTCAATAGGACGAGTCTGGTGTGGACTGATGTGGACCGCCGTACCAGGTGCAAAACATGAGCACTGGCACTGACAACCACATTGTGTGCACTGACCCGCGCTCTGTTTGTTGCACGTCATTTGACAGGCGTTGTCATTGGGCGCGATTGTGTCGGTCGGCACGTTGATCTGCCCGCGACTGATCGGGGCACGGTTGTAGTTGCGCGCACATACCCAATTCACAGCGCAGTCGGGCATGCACACATTGGGTTGTGGATCGTTGGGTCCCGTGCAACACCCCGCCGTGCAGAGCGCATCGTATGCAAGCCACGTGTCACCGCAACACTTGGTGATGCAGTCCTGTGGTGCGGCACCGCTCGACGGTCGCGCCTGTCCACAATACGTGTATGGGCCTCCGTGAATGCAATTACATGGAACGGCCTGACGCTGACAAGTGGATTGTGTCGTACCGGCGGCAAAATTGCAACAACAATACGGCTTTGTGCCGCCGTCATTATTGCCAGCGCATCCAATACCTGCGCAGTCTTCATGGGCGTGACACACGGGCGGCGGCGCCGGCCGTGCCGCGCAAATGGATATACTCGCCACGGTGCCGTCTGGAAGGTTTAATTGACCTGACGATACGGGTTGTTGATTCGCACCACATGGGAGACATGCGCCCGCAGCACACCCACCGTTGCCCGCCGCGGCGATGGTAAGACTCGTTGAACAGCACCCACTCGCGACACCACGCTGGCATCCAGGATCGTCGTATCCGGCAATAGCGCGTGTACAGGGATTCCACGGCTGGTTAATGACGATCCCTGACTGATTGCGGTACAACCATGCTGCGATACCGTTCATGTCAAACCCGACGACGGATCCTGGTGCAATCGGTTGGCCCGACGCGGCATTCTTGATCAGCCACGTCACTGTTGCAGACGACTGTGCTGCTGGCATGTAAATGAAACAACACTGCTTTTGCTGCGTGTATTGGGTTTGCCAACATGGATCGTCTGCAGCGGCGAACGGTACCGCGTTCTGGAGCACGCGTCGTTGAAAGTCCAGGCAGTACGAATTTCCCGCCACAGCCAACGACCAGGGGGGTTGTGCCGCCGCAACATACCCTGTTGTGGTAACAACAATTGCAACAAGAAAAATCGTCAACGCACATTGTTGTCGTCGCATGGCTGCTCAGGTTGTTCTTGATATATATTATCCAATGCGTGTGCGTGCGAAGACTGTATTGCCACTGATGTGCATGCACGATTATAGATAACGCAACGGCAACGGAAAAAAGGAGCGATACTTGCGCATTCATCTATATTACATGCATTTCGCATGTTACAAACCATTTCTTTCTCCTTCTGTTATTTGATGTGTACGTGTCGCGTCGCGTCCTCAGACAATGTACATCTGTTGCATTGTGTGCTGGTGTTGAAGTTGGTGTTGCTCCATGCGTTGAGCGACCGACTCAATGTGTTGCTCTGCATTTTGTTGCAACAGTCCCAGTACGTGCGGGACAAGTCGTTCTTCAATGTCGCTAACTGTGTCAGACGTGTTTTGCAACACCTGCACATTTCGCTCTTGCTGCATTTGCTCCACGTACAAATTTGCGATCCGACAGATGTACTCGGCATCGATGGTATTCTCACTGGAGCGACGTCGTGCCGCCACGCGCTGTACGCACTGATTTGCGTTGGCGGGCGCGACAAAGAAGCAAAAATCCGCATCCCACCCATTGTGATGGCTGTACCAACAGTACAGATCCTTCTCCTGCGTCTTGACGACACCGTCGCGTGATAGCAACTCCATAAAGATTTGTCGACCATCCCACGGTGACCGCTCCGTGATAACGTACAACGGTTTGTCTGAAGTAAATTTGGGCATCTGGTCGTGCATCGCGATCTGACCTTGCAGAATCTTCATTTGCAGTGGAAGTGCCCACCGAGAGGGATTCTCATAAAACTCCCGGAGCCAATCCAACCCATTGTCATTTTGCCACTGCTCGACCGGTTCCGGCAGAAACACCACATTGTACTGCTGTGGAGGTTGCACTGCAAGTGCCTCCTGCAATTTGGAGATAACAGTGGACTTGCCACAGCCAATACCACCCGTGATCGACACATACTGCACCGGGAACATACCGTCGGAATGTATATATCCGCAAATGAATAATTAATTAGAGAAAGGTGGACAGAGATGAAAAAGCACAAGCGGAAAGATAATAGAGCCGTATATATAGCACACCGCCACATGTAGGCTCGATGTTTCATGCTCTCGTTTTACACTAGTTGACTTTCAACTCGAGTTTATATGGTGGTGCCTGCATGTGCATGGGTTTTGTATATAATGCGATACTATGTAACCGTAGCGAAAAACATGTCTGTACAAATGTGTAATTGCACACCACCATAAGGTAAACGGGAGAGCGTACAACAACCACTTCAAAATATTTTTATCATGTGGCGACAACCTTCACCGATTGCTGTTACTGCAGCAGCCACAACGCTTATAGTGCTGCTATCGGTGACCGTATTTGCGCAGCAACCATATGGCGGTGTCTATTCTTCAGGGACATACAGTCCTGAACGAGTCGGTTTCCCGCAGCAGCACCACCCCGCGGCACACTATGCCGTTGCCGTTGCTCTTCCAAAGGTGGTGTCATTTGAAGGGGCCACCGGTCGGGCAATTCCAATTGTGAACAGCAATGTGACCCTGTACCCCGCACTTCCAAAGCGGTTCCGCGCGACAACACCCGCGTTCTTATCCGCGGCACAGCAAACGCAGTCTGTGGACGTGCGCGGTCTATTCGATATTGGCATGTCTGGCAGTGCGCAGTACTCACCGAGCGAGTTTGAATCTGTTGCCACGTGGCTCGGTATTGACGACGTGTGGGTCGTCGACTTGCGCCAGGAACCACATGGGTTCCTCAACGACGCGATCGCGTTCAGTTGGTTTGGCGCACGCGACTGGGCCACCTACGGTATCACGTCTCTCGACGCCGTGCAAGAGTTGCAACGCCGTCTACTTGACACCATGGCGGCGCAGCAACACGCAATCCTGTACGATGTCACCTTGGATGCCGATGACGAGCGCGTCGTCGCACAAGTGCCCGTGACGTACCCAGTCGAGCAGGTTACAGACGAGGCACACATAGTGACAACGCGGCGACCCACGTTCCACTATTTCCATGTTCCGGTCGTGGATCACATTCCGCCATCACCTCGCGCCGTCGGACAGTTCGATGCGATCGTACGCGCATTGGCCGTGGCCAGAACACATAATGCGGCTACCGTTGTCGAGCGGCAGGAGCAGCACCAGCAGAATGTGCCAATTATCTCGTCGTCACCACTGCCAGTACGAACCAGCGGCATCGGCAATGGTCCTTGGATTCACTTTCACTGCGCACAAGGCGACGGTCGTACGACTCTCTTTATGGCGATGCTCGACTGTGTCATGAACATTCCTCGGGGCATTACGATGGATGCCATTATTCGACGCCAAGCCGTGCTCGGTGGGATCGATTTGGCAACACCACCAAACAATTGGAAGCGACCCTTCTTTGCAGAGCGCTTGCAATTTCTGCGCGAGTTTTGTATGCGCCAGCAGCCGCCGCAACCAAGAGCATTGTACCACCACAACTAGTATATGTATATGGTACATGTACCCGTAAACACAAGTATGTGTGCGCGCCATCCGTCCATATTCGTTTTGTAAGTCCTAAATACTATGGCGTGCATAACATCAAACCGTACAGGTTCAGTGTTTTCTCTCACACACATTTATCTTCTGAACTTTTATCACTCACACCAAAACCCACACAACCATCATGCGTCATATTTCCAGCATCCTCTTCATGACCGTGTCTCTCATTGCGGCCTCATTGGTCGGCACGACAAGTGCACAGCCCTACTACGGTGGCGGCGGCGCTGTGCCTACCAGTGGTGGTGCCGCACCCCTGTTTGACGACGCACACTATGGACCGTATGGCTACACTGCGGAGGGTCCTACCCGCCAAGGCGGATTGGCCTTCTTAGGAGGACTCGCCCTCGGAGGTTTGCTCGTAGCACCGGCGGCCGCCGCCGCAGCCCGACCACCCCAAGTGGTCTATGTTGTCCCCGCCGCTCCAGTGGCATACTACCACTGAGCACTTGCGGTGTAACACATAATTATGTATAAAATATATGGTGCGCGCGTGTGTTAAGGCATCACACATACAATAAAAAACCACCAAAGTTTCATTCATACTTGTGTACATTCATTCTTCCGCAGCAGTTGCCACAGGCGTATTCAGAATTGGAATGAATAGCACGTCACCGTGCTGGTTTTGAGAGCCTTCAATACGAGTCAAGTACAACCCTTCCAAAGGCTCCGATAGCGCTTCCGGATGAGAGACGGAAGTACGTCGATAGTGCTCTAGAATGTCATATGCCAACTGCTCCAGGGTTAGCCCGTTCGGTGGGACTGTAAATGCAACAAAATCAAATGGGGGTGCCAAATTGCGAAACCATACGACGACAAAGCCCCGGCGACGCGTAGCATCTTGTACCTGCAGAATGGCGGACTGATCCTTATTCGCCAGCGAGGCGACCAAGTCCTCCGGATCATCGGATAGCAACGGTAACATTATCTGTTCCAGGTCCCGCTGTTGATCATTCCACCGCAGCATGAAAAGCATGTACATCTGCACAACATGAGCACCTTCATTGTAAGTGGTTGCAAATACTGTCCATATTTGCTCTGCCGAAAGAGGCGCTGTCAACGATGACACTAGTCGCGGATCAAGCACACCATCACGTTCAAGACGCCGGCGCATTTCCGATAACAGACCTGTGGTGCCTACCTCGGGTTGTTCGGAAGCGGCGCTATAGCGGGCAATCAGGTACTCATCCGGCGCATTTTGCAATAACGTCACGGCGGTGCCAAAAGAATTGTGCCGCAACAAGGCAGGGCCCACCACATACTGGGTTGTCGCGGCCGCCCGCGAAGGAGTCGTCATGGCGCTGACGATAGCGCGCTGAAAGTCCGTCATGGTGGCCTGCCCAGATGCCCATAATTCAAATTGTTCAGCCAAGAAGCGACATGCAAACTGTGCATATTCGTTGTCGGATACAGCCTGGTTTGCATTGATTTTATTCGCACTACGATAACGAACGATGGCAAATTGAAAGCGCTGATCCAAGTCAAGTGCCTCGATTGCCGCACGAAAGCGTCCGGCAAATGTGCCCGGTCGCACAGACTGACACCACCGTCTCAGATTTTCTACGGTATAGCGAGTGGTTGCCATTTTTAAGAAGACTAACCGATTAGGTCGCCTTTGTATTGTATGTATTCAGGCGTACCAAAGACTCGCACAACAAATAAAAACGCCGAACTACAAACGGAACGTAAGTGTTTTCTCGAGACGCATTCACTACAATCTCTAAATGTACATATACTTGTGCGTGTACAAACAAAGTAAAGAAGACACGAACGGTTCTCTATTCGCGCTACCGCGTACTGGACAGAAAACGGACATAGAATATCTAGACACGATGGCGCAATCACGAAATGGCCGCAGTACAGGACTGGAGAAGGTCTTGTTCGGTGTTGACACGCTACCCGACCATTTCCATGCTCTTGTTATTGGCCGCAATCGCAGCGAACGTATTCGACTCCTGGCACATTTACTCCAGAAGCGCTCCGCTGTTTCTGCAGCAGCATCATCATCTTCTTCTGCTACTGTTGCTCCTACTGACTCACTGCGTGCCGCCGTGATCATTTCGTCAATGCCACAAATTTTGGAAAAGGAGTTACAGCCATTGATCCCTGCCGGTTTGCCCGTTCACATCATTCCCTCCAATGTCGCCGGCGCAGTAATGCCTCTTGTTATCGATTATCTGGTCACGAACGCCAAGACGGGATTCGAAACTGCGGGCGTCGCACGCGAGCACTTCCCCGTCGCCGTCGTATTCGACTGCACCGAGGCGGACTACGCGCGCATTCTCAAGAGATCAGTCTTCTATCGCGACTTGATGTTCCATAACCGCCACTTTGATATCAGCACCATCGTGCTGTCCACATTTGTGCCTGAAGTGATTACACCCGATATACGCTCCAATATTGACTACGTCTTTGCCTTTGCGGAGCCTTCCGTGGATCAGCGCAAACGCCTCTTCAAGGGGTACTATCGTGTGTTTGAACATTTGAGCGAGTTCTGTGACTGCTTTGAGCGGTACGTCCAATCTGGCAACGAGGCGTTCGTCATTAACAATCGCATTCGGACAAACAACAAATGGCACATGTTGTCGGTGTGTGAGGTTCCTTCGTTGAGTGACCTGGAGGAAGTACGAAAGAAGGGTGACGCGGCGACGACACAACAACATGAGGACACTGTTGTTGCAGCAGCGCCTACCGATGGTCTGACCGTTTTGAACGGACTTGCCAAGTTGATTCAGACCGCGACCACACCCACTGTACGCCGTCACCACCATCACCGTAACAAGGACAACAATGATGACAACGACGAAAATGCTGCGGACTCACGCAGCGCGGCCGCGGAATCATCATCGTCGTCATCCATTTCTGTCGCCCCTAACGATCATGAAAAGACAGAGTAAGAAGTAATCCTCTATATATATGTGTGTGGTGGTGTAATCGAAGATGGAAAGTCAGTAAAACAAACTGTGTTGTATGACCCACATCTTTCCCAATAGACTCCGCGTCCACGTTATACTCCTCCTTATCGTGGCCTTTGGTTAACACGAGGTGTGATATGATGATTAACTATCGTAGACATGTTTTTAACATAACCGTACAGCAGAAACTAGTGAAAATAAAGCGGATAACAGGGGGACAACTTCCTACACTACTTTGGTTTACAGTCGGTCAAGAAAAGTAGCTCACAATCGATTGAATTAAAGATGTCATCCATGAAACTTCCAAGTCCACGACAACAGACGGAAACTTGTTTGGGTTCTCGAGAATAGCATCCAGCGCAACGACGCCTCCTGGATTCTTGTGAAACCCAATGACTTTGCTACCAAATCGGGTTGCCAGTGTGCTTAAGACACGTCTCTGCATATGCGCGCGTTCTTTTTGGTCCGACAGGGCGCGGAGTGAATACAACACTTTCCGGCCATTGTTCTGAAACTCGACTCCGTACGAAACAGACATTTTTGATGGAGATTCCGCAGAAGAAGCTACTTTATCAGTTGGTGCAAGCCAGCGCCATCACTGAAGAACCGCGAATAATGGTGGGTGCGTGCCACAGACATACACCCGACCCCATAGACAACTCGAGTTTTGTGAAGAATTATATAATACTTACCTCAATATATTTTCTATATACTGTCGGTGTACCGTATGAACAATCATGTCAAGTGTACACCATCTCTCAACCAACACATGTCTTCCATAAAAGTTCGATGACCTGACCGTGGGTGCTATCAGTCACTAAAACCCGAGGTATCAAACTTACAACTCGAGTTGTTTATAGTTGTCGGTATAACTGCGACAAGGCTCATAGCACCACATATGGGTCAATTGGGGAACGATATGGATAACTCGAGTTTGCAGTGTAATACATGGTCTTTCAAGAGGCATGCTATACGTATACTTTTGTTGCTCTGCTGGTATGGGAAGGTAAGTCATACATCAGGTGTACCACCATGTCAACACGCATGTCTTCCATTGTTCCCGTGTACTATCTTGACCGCGGGAGAAGTCCCACTCGGACTAGTTACCAAAATAAACGTACAACTCGAGTGGTTCATTCGTCAATAATAATACCATGTACACATGATGGTCTCTGCACTACTCACCTCGGTTTGCGGAGAAGTATATAATGGATGACTCGAGTTTCTTCGTTCATTCTGCGCATAATGTTTTGGACGAACCAACCGAGCATTGAGCATGTATGTGTGTCTCAGGTGAAAACATGGTAGGACATGAACGTACGACAGTTTTGATACGTGGTGTTACCGTTACAAACACCATACGATGAGTCATACTGCTGCTGCTGTTAATACGGTCCTCTTGGTGCCGTTCGACGCTTCTGTCTATAGTATCATTCGTGTGCTGCAGTGTCTAGAACAACACAGCCACCGGGACGTTGTGTTGTATTGTTTGGAAAATGTTTTTCCTTCCGCTTCAATTTCGGCAAAACTGCAGCAGACGCAGGTGGCGAGTATTTTTGCCCGACATGTTCACCGCGTCGGACATGCGCACGCTGCCGTGAAAGTCCTCCTTGACGTGTTTATGGTGGATCACGACGACAAAAGCGCACATCTTCCGTCATATAATTCTATTGATGAAGCGCCACGAAATATTCGGTGTCGTGTTGTGGAGCAAACTCTGCGAAAGGCCCACGAGGTGGGTGCTTCTGTCGTGATTCCAGCAGAGTGGAATGTGGATGTGTGGCGTATTGTTGCCAGTTCGGTACCCTCATATAGCGGTGGTGTGATAGAACTCTGTGAGGTGTGCAACGCTGCGGATATTCAACGGCCGGGTCGACGTTTGGCAGCCTATGATGTTCTGGCGCAACTGTGGAACGGTTATAGTACAACGTTGACGCGGCAGCCATTTTCTGAGAGATTGGCACAGTACTCTGTAGAGGACTTGCAGAGTGTTGTGGGTGATTTCATTCCAGTGGATCCGTTATTTCCGCTATGGTCTTTGGTGGCGCAATGTCCAATGGCAGTGTATCCAGCCATCTCGCAATGTCATGAGACAACGTGCGTTGCCTGTTGTTTGTTAGATGCTTACATCGTGGAGAATTGTGTTCCTGAGACAGTGATCGATGGTGCGATGGACAACTAGACGAGGGAAAAAAGAGGCTGCTGATGTGTATAAATGTATATATTTCGTATTACACGTGATCTCAATGCGTTCGTTTATAGACTACCACATAGTCGGGGAAAAAAGAGGATCTCTTATGCGGCGACGCCACATCCTTGTGGCACGCAGTACGTTCCGTAATAGGTTGTACCGCGACTCAGATGACCGCAGCAACTGACAAACTTGTCTTTGACGTCACATCCACAAATGACACATGAGCCGAACGGACCACCTTGGGTTACTGCATGACCGCATAGCGACGTGGCGGTAGTGGCAGCATGCGTTGCTGCAAGTACGGCGGCAGTGGCCGCAGGCGCAGCGACAGCAACGGGTTGAACGGGTGGAGGTGTCGCAAGGCTACGCATAAGGAGCGCCTGTTGCATCGCTTGCGTATGTTGGCTGGCTGCATACTGTTGGTACAACCATACGCCAAAACCAAGGAAAAGCAGGATGACGAAAAAGACGACGCACAGTTGGCAAATGTTGTTCACCCCTGAGTTGCAATTGTTGTTCTTGCAGCCCATCGTTTTTGTGTTTCTTTGTGAGGGCTCGTGAGTGAATGTTGCACTCCTGACGTGCTTGTGTGTGCAACCCTTTACTCCTTTTACTCATGTCAGAAAAATGTCCACCAAAAACCAAACACAAATTGCAAAAGTCATTCTCTCTCTCGGGAACATCATCGGTCATTCCTTCCATAAAAACTAAATTAATATACGGCGAATACATCTCGAGATTTCAACAACTCGAGTTTTAAAGTACAGATATATTGACTTGAATTGGCCCTTAATAGAACCATTGTTTTTGTTGTCCTACTACCGTGAAGCATAACGTATATCGACTCATATGGACCAATTCACCAAGTATGCGTCGTATCCTATCCTGTACCTGCGCCGTGCGGACTGTGACCCAGTGTTTGGTGCTCCCGACTTTTTGCGCACCATGGGTGGCCTTGTTCCCAATGCGCACCCCAAATACCCCCAGAAGGGGTGGAGGCAGCGTACACCCAATTTGGCCGTGGACAATTTGTGTCTATTCAAGTACATGAATCATATCCAAGACCCCAAGTATGGCAAGATTTGCACCGTTTTGGGATGGATGGACAAGGAGTTTGAGGCACACGGCCAGAAGAAGCGTGTGACTGGATGGGTCCTGTCAGGAGGTCATGTCGAGTATGACGATATGCCCATGCCCAATGGACGAACCGATCCCGCTGATTTGAGTTGCACGGAGAGAGCCCTGAAGGAACTGGAACAAGAGTTTGGTATTGCTCCCCAGAATGTTGTTCGCACAGTGCCTGTGGCGTTTGTGGATGACTTTTTGCGCGATCCGCGCAACAAGTATGCGACCCTTGTTCATCTTCAATGGATCAATGCGGCTCCAAAGCCAACGGACGAACACAAGGTTGTCATGGTTGTTACATTGGAGGAATTGTCCAAGATGTTGCATGAGGGTTTGAAAAAGTCTCCCAGACCCGGCGTTCCTGAGGCTGGTTTTGCGTTGGGCCACGGAGGATTTATCAAGGAAATTTTGCAGGCACCTCAAACCAAGCAATTGATGGGCGACATGATGACGGCATTTTGACGTATCGGACACAGTTATGTGTGTTCTGCGCATTATCGTAGAGAGAGAGAGCATAACATACGTGTGTGTTTGTTGTTGTTTCGCAAATTAAAACAGTATGACTCCCATGACACTAAAGCAGGAGCCCGCCGCCTTTATATCATGCTCAGTATTGAAGCAAGTGAAGAGATTTTCCAGACACTGGGATTAGTGCCTGTGCTCGTCCACGAAAGGTACTCGCGTGCAGATATTGGCGATATTGTTCCATGCTTACTCACTGTCACTGCTGCTGTTCAACAAGGAGATAAAACAGGCGGCGACGATGGAGCAACTGACGGCAGCAACAATAATAACGGGAACAAAACAAAGACAGACAGTGATGATGACGATGCATACCGGTTCTGCATCGACGCGGCATGGCAGAGCGACGTTTTGCGCGCCCTGGATACATACACGGTTGTTTCTATTTGGATTGACGAGTTGGAAACGCTAGACACTGTACTAGCGTGCTTTCGCCATTGCCACGTCATTACACTCATCAAGATCGCACCAGACACATGGCAAATGATGCAGCGATACGAACGCTTTTACCACGATACACTGTTCACGCTCATTGAAGACCGATCAACGATGACACAGTTGCTCCGCGACATTGCAACCATTGTCAACGATCGCCACGGGTCAGTGGCGCGGCGTCTGTGGAAGTATTGGTTCCGCGTGGATGATGGTCCGATCAAGTATCCAAGCCAATTCCGTTGCTTGACATGGGTCGGCAAGCCATCCACCAAAGAGCGACGACAGGCACGCCGCAGACTATACGCCATGTTGGATGTCACATTGGACGCAATAAAGCACTCGAGTTAGGACATAAGTATTTTATTAACAGACAGGATCCATCCATTCAACCTCCACGTACACACACGAGTTCAAGGTACACTCACACATACATGAACACTTCTTCATGGTGTGTACCACCCTACCTATATATGGGTATAAAGGTGTGGTCGGGTTATACATAGAGTTTATATTCTTCTCAAACTCGAGTGCGTCATGTGTGTAAAAACGAATGCCGACACCATGAAGAGTCCAATTGCCACAATGGAGCGCCGTGAGAATCGCGCGACACCACAAATACCGTGGCCGCTTGTGCATCCGTTTGCGAGTGTACTGCCGGTTCCAATCAATATTCCTCCGAAGAAGAAAATTTCCAGTCCATTCGTTGATCCGACATGGCTATGGTAATCATGGTAGGCCCCGTTGTTTGAGAGAAGATGTTGGCCGATCCATGCTCCTGATAGAATACCCATTACGGCAGCGAAAATGCCAACGGGGTCATCATTTGTGTGACCGGTGCCGGATACGGTGAAAAAAAACTGTCGCAGAATGCCCGAAAATCCAAACACGCGTCCGGTGGTGAGGGTGAAGATTGCAAGACTTAGTCCCATCACGAGAGCAGCAGAAAGAGTTCGCAGTATCCCGATCGGTGGGTTTGAGAAGAAAAAATATGGTGATGACGACGACAACAACAAAGTGCTGCTCTCATTGACCCCATTGTCGTCGTAGTTGGCTGGCGCTGGCGGTGATGGTATACCCGTCCCGTTGACATTGCTTTCCGCAATTATTGGATGCGGGGGTGGTGTCGGGTGCGACACAGGGTGGTAGTAGCCAAAGTGCAATAGGTACGTGGCCACGAAGACGAAGGTTGCCAGTTTTATCGTGATCACTCGTGGTGGAGGCCGTACTAGATGCGTGAACATGCCGTTATTAACCGTGTGTCTATGCTTGACCAGTACTGTGATTCCAATGCCGAGAACGGTGCCGCATAGTGTGAGTAGACCCGGCAGTGAGCCCGTTGCGGCGGCGACAAGAGCCGGCCCAGGACATAGTCCCGTGATGGCCCATCCAAGACCAAACAAGACACTGCCCGTGATGAGATCGACGTCCACGAGGGATGGTATGCTGTGTTGCCATGCGAACCGCTCGGCAAACAACGGCGTACTGCATCGTTTGTGAAAGATATGTTGCTGAAAAACAGTGTAAATCGCAAGTGTGAGTCCAAAAAACACGAGCAGTGGCAGAGGGCGTGTGAGGGTGAAGAACTGCCAGATCGTGCGAGGGTCGGTCATACCGGAGAGTGTCAGCGCCACTGCGGCACCAACTCCGCACGCGAACGAGACGATGTGGCGTATTATCATCATCCCTGGTGTTTGTCCGCTTTTTGCAATTGTTGATTGTCGGGTGTGTTTACCTAAACTCTTTTGTGCTTTTGGTTGTACAGCAGATGCGTCTGATGTACACAAGTGCGTTGACGCCTTTATTATCCTGGCTCATCAAGAGCAAAACGTCTTTCATGTGCGTGCGTGTCCCTTACACAAACCCACACACACCTGCACAATATGCAGCAACAGCAACAAGAACGATTGCAGCGAAAAACACCCCCGTTGGTACACCGCTTTGCAAACCATGGAAGTGACAAGGTCATGCTGATTATTAACGGCGATTGGTTCGAGTTGGGCAAGGACTCGGTGAAATTATGGAGTCCGTACCTCGTGCGGGAGGTGCATCTCGCCTTTGATGCGCGCGAAAGTGAGGACAATGGTGTGCTCGCCAACTTCTACCCGGAGCCCCCTCTGTACATCGAAATCACATCCTGCTTGGCCGACGCACTCCAACGGAATGAGGCGCGCATGCACCTGTTTAACCTCCAGTTATTTGAACTGTTCGCGTACCAGGATGTCAAGTTTAACGACATGCAAAACATGACGGAGATGCTCTGCTACACTGTCAATGTGTGCCTCTCCGATATCTATTTTCACGGCGGTCACTGGTTGCGTCGCATGCAGCAACTCTCATATCCTCAGTTTTTGTTTGACATAATTGATGTTATTCAATCGTGTCGGCACAGTCTGTTACAGAAGGCGGGTCTGACAGCGGACATATTGGACGAGTTTGTCGGCAATATTGTGCGTGATAATGTCCCGTATTTTGGAGGGCGTTACGAGGTCATGCGACAAATTGATCGAGTGCGTCGACGCTACCCGGACGTATTCCAGCGCGTGCAGGGCCTCTTTATGGAGGCGCTGAAGGCTCGTTACCCCCAATGCCGTGAGAAGGCGATTGGGTACGCGAATGCCATATTTCGTCAATTTGCTTTGCAAGACGATGTTATGGATGAACACGCGTCGACGGCGACCATGGTGCAGTATCAGGCCCTCTTCAGTAGTATGGAAACGGAAAACTGCCTGCAACAGCCTCATCAAGCCGTCTCAACGCATGCACCCGCGCCCGCTCGACACAATACCCCATCATCGGTGACAGTGCGACAGCAGCGACGGCCAGTATCATCACACCGGCAGACCACACCATCACAGTTGTAGTAGTCTGTTGGCTTGCGCGTGCACGAATTGTAGAATACACGTTTCTCCGTGTATGTTGGCATAATATACATATATACATGTCTGTACAAATGAGAGGCGCGAAGGGTGTATTTTTATTATACGTACTGTGTACTATATAAAAACACGCGCGAGGGAGTCGTATAAAAGGGAACTTCTATTTCGTGCGAAGATATCACGTGTGATCAAGGGCCATGACAATGGATGCCGCATTAACGACTGTCCTTGGAAGCGGGAGTCGTCTCGTCATTGTGACGCGCGATGGTCAACTGCCGTTCTGTACAGCCGGCGTCCGTGATGAGAATGTTGCGTGGAGTGTGCTTGAGGAGTTGGTGTCACGAGGGCGATCCGACAGCAGCCGCCGCATGATCGCGCAAGTATTTTGGATTGTTGCAGTCACAACGGAGGTGGACGACAGTGGTGATGGCAAGGAAAAAGGAGTTTTTTATTTTCAGGCACGTCATTCGACCGCCGATGCCAATGATGATGATCGCGGTGGCGTATACAAACTCTGTATGGTGATGAGCGCCGTGCCCCATTGGATCCACTACTTGCGCCCTCACCTGCTGCATATAGACATTGCTGCTGACGATGATGACGCCTCCGCAGTAGCCAGCATTGTCGCCGCAGGCAGTGCGTATCCCTGTACAATCAGTATGCGCGGACGTCGACAAGTGCCAGAGGCGGATATGACATCATCCTCCATCACCACGAACGACCATTGCCGTGTTGTAGCAGGGATCTGCGTCGAATCCGATCACGAAAAGCAGTGTATGCTGGCAAAGATGGGCCCCAAATTGCCGATTCATGTTCTAGATCGAATCGGAAGTGCATCTACGATGATATCTGTGCCGACCGGAGGAGCACGGGGTCAGTACGTGACCGTGCTTATGACGGATGCAGATCAACATGCAATGTATCGCGAATTGTGTGTTCACATGCCACATGTACAGTTTCGTGTGGCTAATATCTCTAGAACTGACACTAATGCCGAATTGGCAATGGATGACGCGCTGGTGCAACAGACCCGGCTTTTGCTGGTCCTGAGTGGCAACCCTGGCGGTGGTGTTGCTGCTGTGTATGACAACACTACCAACGAGGATGTGGCATTGTACATGACCCGTGCGATGGCTCTTGGTATTCCGATCGTCGTTGGCTCATCGTTGTCTATTGCCGGATCTCTTCCTCGCGTCGCGCGGATGGTACAAAATGGAAAGAATGGGTTTGTTCTGTCGGACAGTGGTGGTCGTATTGAGTCATGGATGGATAAGATTCACCTCCTGTTCACCGATGCGGACATGTACGATGCATTGTCGGCGGGCGCGCGCGACATGTACGCAACACACTACAGTTTGGCGCCCCGGTGTGTCGATATTGCAAAAACAATGAGTGAGATTGTCGCACACGCACGACAGTTACTTCCCGTAGTGTTCGTACATCCTGCAGTGCCGACAACGGCAACAACAACAACAGATAATTTGCTACCGACAAGTGCCCTGGAAGAGATAATGCGACATCATGGAGTGACCAACATTGAACACCATACATGGAACCCTGACGGTGACGACACAATGATTCTATCGCCCTCGGTATTGGAGCGTGTCGTTATTGTAGTTATCAATAGCGAGAACGCCTCCATCTCATTGTTCGGCCTGCCGTGTGAGAAGCGGCTCCGAGTCTGGCAAGACTTTTTGGACAGTTTGCTTACGGAGCATGCGCGCGTTTTCATGTATTTTACGGCCGCCACATCAACACCGACGACGATCATAGGAAAGGCGCTTCCACCAGCGGCGACGGTATGGGCGCTGCATCACGCTGCCATCGCAGGGATCGTGTGCGAGAGTGCAGAACATGGAGCGTTTTTCCACGCGCATGGGTTTGACAATTGCTGTATCGCTACGCCGACAATCAGATCAAATGAATGATGATGTGTGACGCATATATCTACATCACCCTTCCTCGAGATGCGTCAATACAATACATATTTGTTTTGTCTGTCCTGTGTATATATCAACACTAGTAGTAGTGTGCTAATAACAAAGACGCGAAAACGATATAACGCCCACGTGTAGTTGACTACGTATATACATGTCCTATGAGTACCAACACATGTGTGTATCAATTCAAGTCGGACCCGACGGAACACACTCTGCCAGCCGATGATACATGGGAGAACCTGCGTTTTTTGATTGAGTTTTTGCACGGCATGCATCCTGATTTGACACGTGATGATGTGAATGAGAATGTCATTATGACGGCTACGGGTCGGCGGTCGATACAATCCTTGTTGCGAAAGCCACGCCAAGGAGCTAATGGTGGCGGCGAGGCAAAGCGTGCAAAGAGTTTTTCGGGTATTCGGGGGGTGTATGCGAGCACGCAGGTGCCAATTCATGACACGGATTGGATTGTTCCTAAAATACATATTGTCGTCACGCGGCAGCCGTTATCTGAAGGTGCTGTACCGTACATACCAATAAAGTTTCGTGCAGCGGCTCGCGAACCCCCGACGCCTCCATCTGTACTCGATTGTAAGGCGCAACAGATCATGGTGGAAGACTCCGAGCGGTGGAAATCGCTGACGGAAGATGAACGATTGGAATTGGTGCTTACTCCATGCGATGCATTTGTCACACTTTACCAACAGTCACCATTTTTCTACAGAAGGCCGCCGTTTCAACCGAATCGGCCATCTGCAACCAGCGGGGCATGGCAACGACAACAGCAGCACAACGCGCCATCGCAATATGGTTCGTCACCTTACGTCCGCCGTGAGGCGCCAACGCATTCGAGGAGCACAACATCATCGACACGATCGAATCCTTCTTCAGCATCATCATCGTCATCTTTTGTTCAACCACGGGGCTCCGTTCCTCCTGCACACTATGTCTGTCATTGTTGCGGAGTTCGTGCGGATCATTACATCTTGAACTGTCCACAGCGCTCTCATCGGCAGCAGCCCCGATCGCATTTCCACTGAAACTATATGTATATTTCACTGTGTATAGTATGTGTATATTGTTTATTCAACGTATTTTATGTTCGCATTCACAAGTATAAACCCAACGGTTCACAGCCCTTGTACATTTGTTTGCAGAAAAACAAAGGCATATCGACGGATATATGACAACACCTGTTACAACTCCTTTGCTCGGAACTGCCAATGGCAATATTGCAGCAACCTCCGCAACAACGGCGCCTGTAGTGGTAGAATCCAAACATCCTTGGACACCCTTTCACTTGATTCTCGCTTTGGCACTCGGTGCCATTATCGTTGCCATCATCGTGCGCGTTGTCCGGTCGCGCCATACCAAGTGCGTCCACGGATCCGACTGTCAGCAATTGTGCGACCAAAAGAAGCAACCGGGATGTTTTGGCGTGTGCAACAACGGCAAGTGTTCGACGGAAACCAAGTGTTCAAGTGACGATCAATGCCAGCAGTTGTGTGACCCACACAAGGACCCACGTTGCCGCGGCACGTGTGTGAATGGCACCTGTAAGACCGTGTCGGTTCCTCCCACTTTTTGATTCGCCATGTCACAACAAAAGATTAGCACAGATGAATAAAGGCTGATGTAGATTGAATTTTTATATACACACACGCTGTACACTAGCATTTTTACGTTTCTATGCGCAAAGACCCACTTCGTAACGCTTTACACCAACACTGCAAATGCACTCGACGATTTTCCTCATGAATATGCTCCATTAAGGTCGGTTGCTGTGTATGTTGAAAGCAGAGAATATGTTGGCACTGTAAACATTGCCACAGTTCGACCTTATGCCCGTACAGACTGATATACCCACAGAATGAAAATACTACTCCATCAACAATTTGGTCCCCCAGTGGTGTTACAGAGTCGTAATCCATACAATCTGTACCGCGCTGTGCGCGAGATTTCCATTCTGGCGGAAGGGTTGAAGCAAGATTGCGCTGTTTTACATCATAGTCGGTGTCGTTCTTACATGTGCTGAAGACTTGCTCTAAATCAGAGCAGGGATGATTTGAACCATTCATGTCTTCCTATGTGGTGTATGTTGTACAGACACACAACAACGGTCGCGTGTATATATATATGCGCAGTATCCATATCGAAAGTGCGGCCACAAGATGAAACACATTTCAACAGGAGACACAGAAAAACTACGCAAAACTGTATTATTATAAGGAAATTCTTCTATTCATGATGCGATGCTTGCTGCTCCGATGGAGGCTTGTATTCTAATGTCGGTTGTACGTCGCATGACGATGGGAGTTGTTTGGACGTATCATTGTAGCATGACCGTGCAAACTGTTCCCAATGGTTTGCGTAAAACGTGATGTCGATATATTCCATCGTGGCCCACGGGCGGGCGAGTGTGGATGATTGCTTTGTCGTCGTCAGTAGATTTACAAGTTGCGAGATGCGCTTCTCTTCGAGTGTGCGTGCAGAACTGATTGCCTTTGTTCGGTTGCCGTGCAACCGCCATTCTGTGCGGAGTGCATCTTGGCGTGTGGGAAACCGAACAGTAAATACGTAGCGCCAGTGACCGCGCGCGAATTTAGGAACGTGTGTGGTGTATTTTGCACCGCCTTTAAGTTCGCAGTTATGTTGGCGCAATCGTCGCCGCGGGTTCGCGGTGACTCCAACGTACGTGCGTCGTATACGTGAATTCATCAGACAGTATACCCACGTCGGCACGGCGACAGCAGACGCCATATCGATGTATGTATGATGGTTCTCCTCGCACACACATCAAAATTTATTGCTCTTCTCTCGAGTAATAAGGCATTTTATACACTACGTACATATATTGTATATAAGTCACACGAATACAGCATATATTCAGTGTGAGTTGGTTTTCTTGGATTTGGAAGAAGATGATGATGTCGTGAGTTGCAAGGTTGTGTCGTTGAGTGCCGAAAAATACACGTCGGGTGAAGCGCCGTTTGTAAAAAGCATCCACTGCGTGGGCGCATACATGCTATCATACTCAATGTTTTGAATAAGAATGGTGGAATTTGACGATGCCGCTGTCCTCGTGGTGTTTGTTCCCGTGGCGGCAATCGCATATTCAATCATGGACCACGGTGCCCGCACAATCTCGCTCGTCTTAACAAACAAGGTAGAATGTACACCGTATACGGACCGCCGACGGCGCTGCTGTGTTATAGTGTCGACGACACGCGTACTGATTCGCCAGTGATGGTCGGATTCATGTTCCACAATGTTTTCAATCAACTGGCCGGGATACACAAGTTCCGGTTTGGATTGATCATGTGTCGTTGCCGACTGGTAACGCGCCGCAATCGTCCATGCACCAGTGGCTGAGTTCCATTTCAGCACGCACGCAAACGCGTGTGCGTTCGTGTCCAGAAGATGCAGCGATGATCGTAATCCGGTCTGTAATGTTACGAATGATTGTTGTGCTTGCTGGGCCGTAGTAGCGCGGGGCACGCGCACCTCACTCCGCATCCATCGAATGTTGTTGCCGGCCGCAACGTGTGTCATGTTCCGAACGGCGTATGCAACGATAGGGGTATCACCCGGCAAAGCATGCACATAGTTCAACCAGGTCGTCGCGCACAGGAGCGATAGTAGCAGCAGTAACCGCATCGTCTATGAAGGATATATCTCTCTGCTTCTTCTGTTCTTAGCCTTGGGGGCGCACCGCACGGAAGCGAGCCAGTAAAAGTGCAATGTCTGCGTTCGTGCAGAGGAGTACGGCACGCAAAAGAATACATATAAATAACGTTCATTTCATTTTACATCACACAACACCGCGCAACAACAGCATGCGAAGGCATGTAATAGTAACCTCTACCGTGTGGTGCAACAATGTCAATTGTTTGCATCGTCGGATTCGCACCAATCTCCACCTCCCCCACATACAGGTCGTTTAGCCACACACGGTAAGTCCTACAATCGTTGCGCGGAAACTCACCTATGTATACATCGCGCCATTGTAAGTCGATCATAGCCTCACTGCAGACGGCATGTGTAGGCACGCGCACGCGGATACGAATCGACGAGGTGGGATAGTCGACGGATACTGCAGATATAGTTGCATCGTGATGCTGCGATCGTACTGCAAAGGCGAATCGAACTGAAATGTCCCCGCGTGGGTCTATAATGCCAGCCGACGCGTTTACCTCAATCGAACTACAGTCACAAAATAGACGACAATATTACTTACGACAACGTGAAAGAAATTGAATCGAGGTTTCACGTACCTGCACTGCATTTTGCTATCTATATACACACTTTGACTATCCTATGTAAACGCGTCATTTATTATTCGGCGACCAGCCCAAAGGGCTAATGTTGTTGATGGGTGAGGACTGGTACATGCGCCGACCACATCGGTACAGTACGACGGCGAACCCATCCGTACTGAATCCACATCGGCAACCGGTGAAATAAGATAGCCAAATCAAAGAATGGAGCGCCTCCAGTCTGTTCCACCGCATAACATAAAAAGTCCCATGCTGATTGCTGCAGGATTGTGAAACGATGGACGCATTGATGGCGTGCATCGACCATGTCCAGGCGATACGGACCCGCAACATACACAAACACCCCCGCCATCTAAAAAGAGCACACTATGGTGTGGTATGGTATGTGTGTTCGGTTGGACTTATGTACACACTGGATAATTTGTGGTGCGCGCCCCGCGCATATGACATCTCGAGATTTTCCACACTCGAGTTTATTATATGCCTAGCTCTTCCACGCGTACTCATTCTCTTTGTGTGTGTATATATTGTATATTACGGGTTTATTTATCGGTCGCGTCCGGTACGAAATATACGCACTTATATGGAACCTCCATCTCCTACTACTACTACAGCAGCATCCTTTCTCTCGAACAATGATGCCGACAATGTTACCATTCACAGTACGGCGGCTGCTGCTTCTTCAAAAATGGTGCCCGTCGAGCAACCACTGAAGTGGTGTTCTACGAGTGTTTCGACCATCAATGCACGTGTCGATGTATTCGCTGCGAAAATAAATAACAACAATACCGCGGGTGAGGTCGCTGGCAAACCGCGACCTTTTGCTGCCACGTTGGCGGACGCCATGCAACAGTTGCGATTGTCGACTCAAGATTGGTGTGCGTTCATGTTCTCGCCATCTTCATCGTCGAATCCATGGTGGAACGACACGTATCATCGCGAATTTATACGATGGCGCTTCCCGGTCTGGCGCAACGTTGTTTTTCCTGGAATGGCGACGCTGGACACACAACCTGTCTATCGTGAGGCGGATTGCGTCGCAGGGCAATGTTTAATGATACCTGTCGCTGAGAGTGCATGGTTTCAAGAAAGATTCAAGCGCGCGGCGACGAAAACGTCATTGCCGAGGACTCTTGTGCGATCAATCACAGATGCGCCCCTTTGTGTCTCCTCGGATGCGTTGACACACACACCCTCGATTCCAAAAGTTCTCAGTATCCTTGCTGACGGGAAATATGATGACCAATTTCCGTACGCGCTGGCATTGGGGATATACCAAGCGATATGCCGCTCTGATTACTCGTCGAAAGTAGTGATCCTGCGCGACTTTCTGGCCATTGATCTAAGTGTGGAGCAAGTTTTAGAAACGGATCCTATGGCTCGCGAGATTATGGGTGTGCAATTGGTAGAGTTGACGCGTCGTCATGCGGACGTGCGAGCCACCTATCAGTGGATCCGTTCGACGCTCATATCGGTGACGGAACGTGCACCGTCCCTCGGCCTGAGATGTATGACGTACTTCTATACTGTTCTCATGACCTACAATTCTGTCTACACGTCGCTCTTAGCGCAAGGATTTCATGACAGTGTTATTGGAAAAAATAGTGCGGTAGAACTGTCACTTGAAGCAATTCTAGTGGTTCACAATTTTACGTATGTCCAGCACTCGTTGAACGCGCTCTCTTTTCGTGTGTCTGAGACTGACATTTACTTTGTCTATTTATTTTTTGTTTTTCTTTGCCATCTACATGATACCAGTGACGCCTTTACGCAAACGCTGGTGGAACTGTTCTATCCTGTGCTATTTCTGTTTGGAGGGGAGGCACCGGACAACTCTATACTCGAAAAGTCGACGAGTGCCTTCTTTGCCAGTGCGCGTCCAGGAAGAAACGACGTTCGGGATAAAATCGACTTTGACTTTGCAGCGACTAAGCGGACAGATTTGGGCGAGTGGCTGTTTTGGTACATTGTGACCGCGCATGTTGAAACATCGCGACGCCATATTTGGAAAACTCACAATGTGCCGGCGAAACAACGCAGCACCGACTGTATTCTGTTTAATCGCTTGCATCTTAGTTTGGAAGATGCCCGAGTGACTGCGATCGCGTCGAGTGTCTGTGTCCCTGGACCCACGGGAACGCAACCGAAGCAAGTGTTTCCACTTCCCGTGCAATGCAACGGTCACTTTACAGGTAGCGGGGCGGTCGCCTCACTACCTGACGCGGAGACACTGTGGAATAACATACATTGTTCAGCGGCGACAGCGGTCAGTGCGGCGGCTCCCGCCTCCACAGTAGGAGTAGCACATCAATCGTCGTCTTCTTCTTCTCCATCGTCATCATCATGTACTGCCCCAGTTAGCGCAAGTGCAAAGAAGAACATGAGGCGACGCTTGCGAAAGAAGAAGGAAAAGGTGGCAAATGCTGTTTCGTGCTCCAGTACGGGTGGTGGGGATGATGATGACGCTGATGAGGACAATGGTTTATTGGAGTGTCTTATTTGCTTTGCACTCTCGGACGAATTGTTTGTCCCCCCATGTGGATGCATCGTCAAGGAAATTTTATGCCGCGCCTGCTTCGACCGACAATGTTGTCCATTGCCCTCGTTTCACCAAAAGCAATCACATGAAGCGCATCGGAATGGTGCGCCCGGATCGACCCGTTCGTGCACATTCTAATGTTAAGAATGAATCTTGATGTACAACTCGAGAGTACAAATGTAGTTCTGCTCGAGATTTTTGAGTGCCTGTGTGTATTAAATATACTTTTTCCATACAAAATTGTAAGAGACACTTTGCGTGGGTCGCACAAGGAACGTATGCGTACAGCAGTGTTTGTAGGGAAAAGATAGTGTCGTTATATACACACACATGACGACAACTGTTGCGGGTGTTTATGTGGGTTCCTTTGACCCACCTCACGTGGGTCATGAAGCCATTGTCTTGCACGTGTTACAACGGCGACTGGTCGATCATGTGTACATTTGCGGTAACAACCCCAACAATAGCAAGCCGGATCGGTTGCCGTACGCAGTGCGGCGTCGCATGCTGAAATATATTTTTGATGACGTACAGCATGTCACGGTGGTCGATGACGATGTGGACACGTGGCTCGCACGGCAGCAACATAAACAGGAACAATCTTCAGTTGCATCTTCTTCTGATGTTGAACTGCCGGAAGCGACTGGACTCAACGATGAGACACTGTTCTATGGAATTATTGGGTCGGATGTGTTTGAGGAGTACTCTAAGCGAAAGCGGCGACCTAAATTAGGGCGCACCATCAACCGATGGATTGTCATTTGTCGCGGTCTACATGCGCCAAAGAATAGTGGCGACGACGGCGAGCGGTATCGCCAGATTGTGCAGATGCGCACGTCGTGTGGCGTCTGGGATGACGATACGGTCCTCTTTGTCGATAATTGTCCGCAGCAGAACGATGGTCTGTCGTCAACGCGCCTTCGCACGTACTTGCAAGAGCGACCGCATATCTTTATCGAGGCGGCATCACCCTATGACAACATTCAAGACACACAACAGCGTCAGGCGCTGTGTGAGGTGTTGCATGAAAGCGTGGTGGATATGATTCTGTTGGAGGGACTGTATGTCGAACATTTTGATGTGTTTACGACGTTGCTCACGAGGTGGTGGTTCCAGTCAAGCCCGATCCAATCTTGGAGACGCCTGCATTCGCCATTGTGCGACACAGCAAAACGTACCACCACCGTACCATCCGAAGATGCTGGTGCAACGACCGGACAAGAGCAGCCTTCTCGTCGGCATCCGGACCGATGGGTTCTGTACAGTGCCGAGACGGAGATGGTGGGTGTCCCGGGCGTTGTGTGCAAGGCATGGTGTGCACACGACTACTACTCTCATTCCCATGGTGACACGACTGCCAGTCCCGCACAACAATCACCACCTTGCTCGCTGCATGCCATCGATGAATCGTTGTTTGCGACACGCAAAATCAACAGTCCCTTGAAGCGCTGGCGCCGTGGTATAAACGCGTTTGCGGCCCTCCGTGCGCACGTCAAGTACCCCATTTTGGCGGCACCGTCGCCCTTCATCACGTATCACAACAGTTTCATCGAGGTGGTGGGATATGCCAAGACCCACGGCGTCACCGTTGGAAAATTGTGGCGTAAAATTCACGCCATGTCCGTCCACCACGATGTCGGATCGCCGAGCACGTATCACCAACGTCTTATCGATGCGATCGGTGCTCTGGGAAAAGGGCTGTCACAATTGCACCACAGTGAGGTGACCCTGTATGGCTATCGTCCACATAGTCAAACAATGGAGCACCTTCGAACGGCCACAGCGCCCACGACTATTGCGCACCGATATTGGCAGAAGATGGCCCGTGAGGATGGTGTAAATAGTGCCAACAACAGCATATCCACCCTGCCTGCAGAGACTATGCAGCGATTCCTGGCGGCACCCGACGCCGAGGTGTGTTGGACGCACGGCGACGTGAATCTAGACAATTTTATTATGGTGATGCACCGGAACCGGGACATCCATAACCATGTTAGCGATCCGCACAAACAGCAGGCAGAACAACAACACCACAATCGGCATAAGGAGTATGGTTTCCCCCATCGTCGATCGCATTCTTCTTCCAGTACAGCACACAACAGCCATTCTGTCGATACCAGCCATTGCAGTGCACTCTCGCGCCCCAATTTACACTCGGACACCTCGGCACAGTGGCGGTATACTGCCATACAACAGCACGATAGTACATCATCGCCGGATCTTTCGTTGGGTGTCACAGCATCATTATCGCAGGATCAGAATAATGATAATACTAGTAGTTCGTGCCATACTACGGCGCCGCCTGATACGGCGATCCACAACAGTGCGCATGATGACGTAGCACCAACGATCACGTTTGTTGCGATTGACCTCGACAAGTTTGACGTCGGGTTTGCCTCGTACGAGTATTGTCAGTTTCAGTCAGCGCTGCGACTTTACCAACGCAAATGGCCCATCGACGAGATGCTTTTTCAGTCGTGCGAAAAGGCCTTTGAAGAGCAGTACGGACCTATTCGAGACGGCGGACTCACGCTACAGTTTTGCCGTGCTCGATGGCGACTCCTGTAGGGCCGCCACCACAATGACCTGCACATATTTGTATAACACCCCTGTATTGCATATATATTTATACAATTAGATGTTTGCATCGACGATGCCTCGTGCAGGACCGACATGGTATCTGTGTTGTCCACCTAAATTCAGGGTTTCCACGTCTGTGGGAAACGGTTCCAACACAATCCACGTTTGATGACGGTTGGTGTCGTACTGCTGCACGGGTTTGAATATTGCCGCTGGAAGCAACACTTGGATCCTCGTCTGGTCGAGCGGCGACGAAAAGTTAATAAATTCTTCTGGAGATGCTATGGTAGCGAACACAATCTTTCGGAAGACAGACTGATTGAACCAACGCTTAAACGCCTCTTTAAAAGATGTCGGGACACTCTCCCCACCAGGCCACTGGACGGGGGCGGCGGCCGCCATGGATGACGACGATCGCTGCCGTTGCCTCAAAAACTCGTTCCAGGCTGTATACACGACGGATACAATGTACTGTTTCTGCTCGGTGGAGAATGGTTTTTGCACATACTTGTGAATGATGTCACATAATTCTGCCATCGTGTATAGGTGGCCTTGCGGGTATGTGGGTCTGAAATGGAAGACCACATCGTAACCGGGGAAAATACTAGCCGGCACATCAAAGGAGAGCGGTAGACACGAACAGTTCCATACAACACTATTCCAGTAAGGTTGCACGGTTGCGTCGGGCACGTTCGTCGCGACCAACGAACCATCTGCTTTCTGAGTGACAGCGACAAAGATCCATGGCTTCTTCCATGCCCGCGCACCGCCTTGTATACCCACGTAGAAATTAGGTCCCGGCCACGTTAATACGCACTCTGTAGGATTTGCCGTACACTCAAACGCACTTGCTCGTGCTTGCCGCGCGTGCGCCAATTCTGATATAGCGTGGCGTCCTGGTGCTCGCATCAAACCACCCACCCGGGCCAACACGGGTGCTTCCTCTGGCCTCTGACGCGCAATTTCATAGAGAATCTCCGGAGGCAAATCGTGGATCGTCAGTGCGGCGGCAGGCGAGTACGTACCGTCATCACTGTCGACATCCATAGGTTCAGTTTCATCATCGTATTGCATTTTCACAAGAGAAGAAGCACTGTATCTTCTATGTATGATGCTGGTAGGAAGTCGGTTCTGCTGCAAAACAAGCAACCAACAAGATACAGATAGGTTTGTTATATATATACACAGTGTAATACGTTCATTGTACTATTACGACAACAAGGAGGATTTGCGGATGAGGTACGATCGATTCATCTCGCTTGCAATAACAGTTGCAGTGGGATCTAACATTACTTGGGGAATCGCAAACAACTGCTGCGGAGCCATCATCATATCCATTTCTCCCGTCTCCAACAAGTAGGTCAAATAGCGGATAACGACTGCCGCGGCGAGCGACCGCGTGGGAACAACAAATGAGACATCACACTGCTCGCAATTGACGCTCATTACCGTGTAAATACACATGCGACCGCTGTCGGGCGAGCACGGGTGCGTTGGCCATTGATAGCCGCGATCAAACTGCTCGACGAGCCGTTGCCAGAATGGCAGCGTATGTAAATTCAGTGCCGTTGGCTGGCGTAAAAAGGTGCGCCCAATCCATTCCAGTGTGGATCCCCCCACAGATCGAACAATATCGGCCATGGCATCGCCGTTTGTGGCTCGAACACTTTTTCGCGAGAGTGCCGCAACCGTCCCGGTGATACTACCGCCGTTACTGCTGCTGCTGCTCAAAGAAAACAACGTACCGTCACTACCATAAGGACTTATAGGTGGTCGTTGCACGCCGCGAGGTGTTGGAATGGGTACCGGACTTGCAGCCATCACAGGGCCTCCACGCGGCTGTTGTCGAATGGTCGCGTGATCGCGCATTTCTACATGCACTCCGCCGGGATACCGTGGTGGCGGGGCCTGTCTGTTGTGTGGGTCCTGCCATTCGGATACGGCCGCGTCTCGATAATCGCCGTGATCATCAAGAACGGGCAGTAAATTCGACCGCTTGCGGAACGACGCGGCCATCACAGCAGACGAATGGTGATGGTGGTCAAGAAAGAACGTGAGTCACACAAAAAAGAGGATGACAAACGAGGGATGTCGCTTGCGGTTTACTTCTCTTTGCACACACGGAAATGATGTTGATCGGTGGATATTATACACCTGCTCGTTCTCAATACCAATCAAGACCCCATGTGTTCTCATTCATGACAGTGATTTGGTTGGTGCGAATGACCCAGTAGAACGGACCCGTTGTAAAATCGTACGCCGTGCCAGGGATGTGATCCGGCGCGCGCCCAAACAGAGGATCCAATTGGAACGGACCCATGGGCACACCGTTCGTCAAAAAGTCTGCGGGACGTTCCAGTGTTGTTGCGTGTGGTGCGTTCCCAGGCTCGGGTACAAAGAACGAACGCCCGCGAATACCTCCCTCGGGCGCCATTTGGAACACATTCATGTACCCGCGCCATCCTCTGTGTGCGGGATCTGGCATATTTTGATTTGTACGCCGGTAATAACCCTCACCTGGCCACGAGTGTCCAAATGTGAGACTGCCGGCGTCGCGGCTACTCAGTGGGGGTTCATGTGTCCACAGTCGCTCCGGCAAATTGGCGCGCATCCATGCATTCAAGGGCGCATTCAGTAGAAACAACGCATGCATGAGCATACGAATTTGGGCATCACGCTGCGGGGGCAAACGGCTGTAGTCGGTCGGTGTCGGGACGTCTAGCGGCGCCACTCCAAGTGGATACAGGGTATCAAAGTGACCACCGTGTGCTTCCGCAACTGTAGCCACGCGACGCTGCAGCGTTGGAAGCAATTGACGCACATACATGTGTCTATCGACGCCCAACGATCCGGGCGTCGGGAGCACGCCTCCTCCGGGTACCCGGATAAAGTCGAATACGGGTTTTCCACGGTCCCAGTATTGCAGAGGAACATTATCAGGTGGCTCGTACGACGGATCCTCGCTTCCGCGAACGTCGCTCTGAATTTTCCGTTCCATGAGTGCGTGCGAGGAGCCCAATTGATGCAACCGCCCGACGTGACTGGCAAGGATTTCTGCGGCCTGTCGTGCATCCCAACGTTCCGGGCGACTGCGTGGATCGGGAGGACCGAGTGCGGGCTCGGCTGCCTCCGCGGCGAGGAAGCGATAGGGCGGGCCCACTCCTCCCGGTTGCATGGACTCACCCGTCGGGAAAAACACGGGCAGTGCACTGTTATTGTACTCGATCACGCCTGGAAACGGCCACGCGTCGGCAGATTCGTAGGGTGCGTCGATGCTCGCGTACGGCGCGTAGCGCAAGGCAGGTGCGGACTGTGTTGGATTTGTATTGTTGCTGTTGGCTTCTTCAGCATTCATTAGAATCACGCGTGGCGGCACAAAATGGTCATGCACGTTCTTGAGCGCACGCGCGGCATCCGTCCACTCGGCACGATTTGCAAAGCCCTCATTTGCGAGTTGATCGCTCACCGGCCACTGCGCTACGTCCGTTGTCGTCGGATGCGCCGTCAACCACGCCATCAATGCGAGGACCCGCTCTGGACCGCGCCGAGCGTCCGAAGGTACGTTGGCGTACAATGCGGCGTAGTTGTTATCCTGACCATCTTCTTGTTCGCCACCATAATAGTTTGGGTCCAAAACGCCACGGGCGCGCCAAATGCGTCGTGCCTCAGCGCCAATACCGAGCCGATTCGGCTCCAGTCGCATGGACCCCATGATAAAGTTGTAGGTCTCGTCATATTGTACGCGTTGGGGGTTCACTTCCATCTCGTTACCACCACCGCCGTGAATCAACGGAGGAGGTGGATTCATTTCGTAGTCACGAATGTATTTGTATGCCATCCAGAGATTGTACAGCGCCGAATGCGAGTTTGGCCGCGGCAGTTGCGGATTGTCATCGCGCACGTTGTACTGCAGTGCGCGGCCGCGCCGAATCTTCGATGCCGTTTGCGGTACCGCGGGGCCTTCAATACCATCGGCAAGAATAGAGCGGCCCGACACGTACATTTGTCTCGCCTTGTCCAGGTGCTTCCTGGCACGCTCTAATGGCGTCATGCGAACATACTCAGTGTCCCACTCTTGCTCAGGTTGACCATAGCGCGGCAAACGCACACGGCGACGATCCGTCTGCTTCTGTTGCGCTAACAGACGATTACTAAAGAAGCGCACGCTGGCTAAACATCGCTGATCCGCTGGCACGGTGGCAACCGCCGTCGCCAATTCGGCCGGAATCGTCGCTGCGTTGGCTCCTCCTCCTTCTCCAGTACAGTATGGCAACGTGTCGACATTTTCCAACAGTTGCACCAGAGTGTTGTACGTGCTGTTCCGGGGGAAAACATTGCCCGTATCCACGGCGGGGCCAAAATCACCTCGCGACAGACGACGATGCTCGCGTCGAGGTGTCAGTGGCTCATAATGTGCTTCAACGCGATCGATGGCTGTTGTTGGTACTTCTTCTGGTGCCGCCGCCATGATATATGTTGATGATGCTGCACTGACAGGTTCTACTACTACCAGCACCACAACGCGTCGTCATTCATAACAACAGAAGCCAGCCTTTTACTACTATCATACACATCCGTGTGCACTTTTATACATCACCACAGTCACGCGCGACTTTTACTCATTGTCAGAATCGTCATCGCCATAGAAGCTCATGCGAATCTGTTTGACATTGACCGACGTGGGCATCCCAGCCATCGACCCGTGTGTCAAATAATACCGCACACACCACACCACCAGTGCGTCTTCCGTACCACCGGCACGCATCGTACCGGGCAGTCGACAGATCTGTTGCACATAACGTTCGACGTCCTTGTAGGCGACACCGCCACCATGATCTTGCCGCGGAAGCAACCCTTTCTGGCGGTGCGCATGAATACACGTTAGTGTAAACTGCTCTGGCGAGTTGTAGTTGAAAAGAATAAACTTGCCCAGCCACCGTTCATTTTGCGGGTGCGACCAAACGACACCAAACTTCATTTCTGTTGCCGAGTCAAACACATCCAGAACTGTTGTCTGACACATGGTGGCACCCGCACCAGCAGGAGCGTTGTTGTTGTGCTGTACCGCCATCTGTCACAGAAAATAATAAAATAACTGCACCAACACACCAAATCATATATATGGACTCCACATACTCGAGATGGTGCCTTACTCGAGTGTTTTACATGTGGTTATATATAGGCACTGCAGAAAAACCCACCCATCCAGCGACTCCACCACTATCGCATGACAATGTGACATACATGTACTATGAAACACCAAGATATACAACTCGAGTTTTCCAAAATTTATGTGTATTATATTTCCGTAAATCTCTGTCATCACACCTCAAGTGTACACAGATTAGGTGTATGTGTACACATACATCTGTACTCAGAGTACATGACATCACTGGGTGTGGTGTACACTTGTTGAGCAAGGGAAAGAGGGCGCAAACTAGGTAGTCATATTATGTTGTATTTACATCACAACTCGAGTTGTCTATTCACATGGTGATTTCACTAACAAATTCTCCATACTCGTTGAAAATAGTACGTGTTCGTGTATCGTGCCATGTATCAATGGTTTCAATATAGGAGGGAAGTCGAAGAATGTAGCGTCGATGAAACCAGAAAAACCACACACCGGCGGGGTAACACCCACAAAGCAATAACGCTAGTACAGTTCGCACGGGCCATAATAGATCACCGTACAGCAGTGTAACTATCCCTGTCCATAGTGTTGCGGCAACACACATATATAGCGGTGTAAACAAGAACAAAGTGTAAACCACAACGCTCCAATCAATACGCTGGGCAAAGCGTCTCCATGATTCACCAGGTCGCCGCCGCATTTGTTCAAAGAGACACGCAGAGTAAGCGAGATAGGGTGGTGCGCGAAGACCGTATGTGGTGACTCGAGGCGTAGAAGTGTTCACTCGAGACTATTGTTTCCTCGAGACAATAAACGTCTATATATATATATTGTCTTTTCCGCACACTCTCACGTTCAGTAGGAACACACGAGTCCTGTGTGTTGTGTGAAAAGCGAGTAAGTATAGAGAGGAAGTCATGAGTAAGCGTGCCGTTCCAGACAACTGTGCTGCGGCACCCGATGCGAAGCGGTGCAAGACGACCAAGGATAGTTTCGTGGCATACATGAATGCGGTTATCAATGCGATGCATCAGAGTGCGGACATGCACACTGCTCGTGACAAGGAGCTCGAAGCCATTCGTGCCCAGTTTGGGGCGGAGATTCACACTGTGCGCATGTCCTGCAGCCCACACGGACAAGGGTGGAAGGTCGATCCGACTTCCGTTGCGTATATTCGTCAGTTCTGCGCAGACACTTTGACACTGACAGAGGTGCCGTTGGGTGCTGCTGCCGTCGTAACTGACGATACTCCTGCCGTGGAGAAGGCTGTCATTGAGTTTCTCCTGGGAGAACACGCGGAAACGGGGCTCTCTCGATTGCGCGATCGCATCGGAACTTCGGCAGAATGCGTGCCGTATGTGTGGTTTGAGGAGATGACGGATCCGCTCACGGTGTGGCAGGTGTTGCATATTACGCAGAATGCGGATGCGCGCAGCGCCATTGAAGCGTTTTACTCTCGCTTTGGATCGTACTGGTTCGATGTTGCGGGGATGTTTTATGTGAATCGTTCGCGCTGGTTGCATCAATTGACAAAGGAGTACGTCAACAAGTTGTGTGTTGCGCTCCAACATGCACCCGTGTTCAAGGCACTGCCGGCCGCTGCTACTGTCAAGTAAGTGACGGCACGTACATATATGACGAGTTTATATGTATATTTAGAATGTTGCTGTAACGTATATACATGTATGTGTGCGTGGTCTACACGCAGATATATATAGCATGATAGCAGATTGTTTATTTAGATTTCAAACACATTGACAAACACATAACCGTCACCTCCGCGTCCTCCGGGGGGCGGGACAGTGTTTGGCACAAAATTGGCTCCACCCCCGCCACCGCCATTCGAGATTTCCTTGGGTGGGGTTGACGCACTTTGAGTGAACCCTGCACCGCCAGGCTCAAGTCCAGTGGCCGCATTACCAGCCCAGAAGGGTCCGAATCCTGCAATACACGTGCCGCCTCCACCGGAACCGAATGCAGATCCTTGGCCGCAAATAATTCCCTCGCTCGCCAAATTCGGGGGTTGCGCCCCGTTGCCTCCTTTTCCAACGTTGTAAAAAATGCCAGGTCGTGGAGGATTGTACGGGTTCTGGCTGTAACCGAATGCACCGCCCCCAGAACCTCCCCATATTCGTTTGTCTGGTTCTCCTGTAGATACAAGACTGCCTGCTGAACCCGGAGATCCGTCGATCGGAATGGGTAGAGTTGTGTTGATATCAAGTCCATTCTGGCCACCAGTCGCACGTGAGGTTTCGACTCCATTGACGACAATGAAGGCGTCGCCACCTTTCCACGTTGCGGGAGCACTGTTTCCTGATTGACCACCCTGTGCCGTGTACACAGTAGAATTCATTTCAGGGATTGTCACAGTGGTGTCACCGCCTGGGGAGGGTGGTAGATTCGCCCCACCCGCTCCTCCAGCACCGACGTGTATTTGAAGAGTCATGTCGTTTCCGCTTGCATTTGTAATGTAGTCGGAGATGTACGCACCGGAAGGTCCACCCGCTCCTCCTTGAATTGTCAGTAGTCCATCGGGAGGCTGAAATTGTTGACCCGACCATCCGCCACTACCTCCTCCGTAGCCACTAAATTGGACAGTGAATCCCACGGGCACACGCACAGTGTATAAGACGGTTGGATCGCTGCAGTAAAACTGTCTGAGTGATCGAATTCCCAGCGTATTGATGCGCACATTCCAAACCGCAGTGCCGGTCGGAGTACTAATTTCACCCGTGGGTGTGTCCGACGACAGCAGCGATTGCACGTCGGCCGTCGATGCCGGTGGCACAATCACGATGGGCACCTGCGTTCCGTCGGCTGAAAGGAGCAATGGATTTCCAGGCGCCGCCACCAGGGCCGTGCAGACGTTGCCGGTCGTGTCAAACGACAACTGGCGTTGAAGATTGTCCGTGGGGTTGGGAAGAATCACAGAGTTGCCTTGCAACAAACCACGCGAAATGAACGGTTCTTGTTGCTGTTGTTTTCGTTGTTGTTGTGCGCCTGTCAATTTTTCTTGACGTGGCGTCATCGTGATGAAGCCAGCCGCTGGGACTGGTGGAATGGGGTCTCCAATGGCAGAAATTCCGGCGACGTCGGGCATCAGTGGGACGAGTGCGACGCCTGTGGTGACAGGAGGGTTTGGTGTGCGCAGGTCCGACCACTGTATGCGATCGCGTGTCTGGCCGGATGCTTGCTCGTCGCTCACAACGCCCACCGTCTCGCTATTTTGTCGTGTGACAAGGTCGTCCGCCACCGAGGGCGTGTTCACAACATCGCCCGTGTACGTGACTGTGTGTAGTCGCACCAGTGGCTCGCCGCTGTTGACTTGTGGTTGCAGAACATCCAATGTTGATGTCGAGACCACACTGACCGTCGTGACATCCACGCTATCCACCAGTGCCGGTGACGTCACAAAGACGGACTCTGTGGCGGCACTGATGAGCGTTGAGACGTCGGAACGGGACGCGACGCAGAACGAGTGAATAAAGGACGCGGTCGCAGCAGCAGCAGCAGCAGTAGCGCCGACTGTTTGCTGCTGTTGTTGTCGCTGTCTCCGACGGTGGCGAGCACTTCGTTGTGTGCGCTGCTGTGCAAACTCGCGCCACAGGTTGCTGCTCCAACATGACAACGCACCGGTGGTGGACGACAAATCCGGCACCGTTGAGCACGCACAATCACTTTGCTTTTTTGTTTTCTTCTGCGTCGTTTGTACCGTTGTTGTTGTCGTCGTCGGCAGTACGAGTGTAAACAGTTTAAATCCGTTTGAGTTGCCCGACGCGACGATACGCCCACTTGAGAAACTGGCGTAAAAGGATGGCGTCACAACGGGTACCGTCAAGGATGATTCTGAGATTGGCAATTCAATTTGTGCGACCGAGTTTACGGCAACAACGACGGCAGTCGCCGAGGCACTCACATACGCCGAGACGTCGACGTTCTGGTCGGGTGTGAGCAATGAATTGACTCTCAGGATGGATTGTGTCTCCGACAGTGTGATTGCACCACGAATGGCATTCACGAGCGCAAATCGACGGTTCGACGGCAACGAAGACATTGCGGCGCCGCTGCTGTTGTCAAACTGTGCCAGCATGCGACCCGTGATGACTTCCACAATACCATCGGCGCGCAACACGATGGGTGCAATCGTACCGCTACTCGATGAACATTGTGCGGGGGGTGTGCTGTAAGAAAACTCAATGCCCACATCCTTCAAGACCAGTGTCCCACCGGTGGTGCTGTCGACGGCGGGCTGATTGCGGGCAACGATGGTCACGGACGTGACGCTGCTCGTTCCCACCGCGGTCATTCCGTTCGTATTGACAGGTCCGATGAGCACAGTCTCGGCGTTATCGCCCTGGATGTTGACAAAATCGATCATCTCTACTGTAATCGGAGCAGCGTTGTTGCACGCGTAGTAGTTGCCCGTGCGCAACACGATCAACCATGGCCTGGTGACGGATGGCGGGCACTTTTTGTGGCAACTGATGGCCTTTTGTGCCGCCGCAATCGTCGCGAAGGGGCGGTGTGGTACTTGTAATTTTGCGGTGTGGTTGTCACCAAAGCGGCAGTCCACGTAGGCCGTGCGATTGACTTTGCGCGTGCCGTCAGACATGATATGTGTTTTCTTGTCTGACAGGTGCGTGCTGGGGACTAACTCTATGTGTGTGTATGGGCTGACACACAAAAACAAACCGAGTCGCCCGTCTTTACTTTTTACCGCACACCACTATACCTATAGTGTATATGTTCTCCGACCCACTTTTGTTTTTTCTATTGTATGTGAGAAGTAAACACACTTTTCCTCGTGGCAGGAGTCAACGACGACTGTGTGCCACCTATATAAGTCAATATCTTCCACACAATATCAATAATGACAGACGAATCGCCGGCGTCCATCCTCGTTGCGGGAGCCCCGCTACAGCATTTGCGAGTTGCGCGACGTGATCACGTCCTTCTGAGTAGTGCAGAAACGGCCGCGCAAGTTGCGATTCCGATCCGATATCCGTCTCACTGGCAACCCCCAATCGAGATGCACAACCATTCGTACTACGCGGAGACGGCGGCGCGCGAGGCCGTCCGTTGGCTGGAAGAGTCTGGATTAATAACATCCGACAAAGTGCGCGCACGTGTGGCCGCAATGAATGTCCCTTCCTACGGTGGTGCGAGTGCCCCCATGGGCAACTATGTCGCAACGTTGCTCAACACCAAAATGACATTGTTGTGGTTGCTATGGGACGATATCGCTGTGGAACCGCATTTCGAGCCCGCCTCCCCAGAGGCCGAGGCACAACACGTACATTTGGAGCGTGTCGCGCACGTCTTTTACGAACCACTCGATCGCGTCATGTTGCGCAACCGACCCGCCGTTTCCGTGGCATCGACGCCATCATCATCCAAACAGGAGCACCGCCGTGAACATACAATGTCCATTGTCGCGGCTGCCACGGAAGCCCTTCGTCTCGCCGACGCACCACCATCCTCATCGTCGTCTAGTGCTGCCGCATTGGGACGATTTGAAGAAGCGTGGCGCCAAATTGCCACAGAAATTGAACATTTGATGCCGATGCATACATCGGACGCCGAGCGTGAGCGTTTCTTCGTTCGTTTCGCGAGTGCTTTTGAGCAGTGGATTCAGTACGCCATTCGCGAGCGTAACGCGTTTGCAGATGCGGCGGCGGCTGCTGCTGGTCCTGTGACAACGACACGTGAGACTGCCACATCTGGAGGAGGACCCCGAAGCACACCATCAACAACCGCACTTTCCCCTCGGAGTGGCACGGCAACTGGTACTGTGTCATCTCCGCGACTGCGCGACAATTGGGAGTACTGGTTGCGTCAACGTGCACTCACGATTGGTATGAACAACACAGCGCAGTTTATCGAATTGATTTTGTGTGGGTTTGTTATGCCTGAAAAATTGTGGAACAACTACACCATTCAACGTATTGTATGGCTTGGAGCACTGCTCGTAGGGTTAACCAACGAGATTGTAAGCGCTGCCAAAGATGTGGCACAAGAGGGGTGGAGCAATCTCGTCTTGTTACGCGCTACCACAACAATGACACAGAAGAGTGCGAGTAATACAAACGGTAGTTGCAGCACGAGTTCTTCTTCCTCTCCTTCGAACAGTATCAACGATACTGTCAGTAGTAATAGTATCTCCTACGACGATGCTATCAAGGAGGCATTTTTGTATGTATCAGAGTTGCATGACACGTACGTTGCCGAGTTTGACGCACTGGCGGAACTATTCTTGGCAGATGAGGTTGAGCCTGAATGGGTGGAGCGTATGCAAGTGTTTTTTACGCAACTGCGATATTGCGTGCGGGGATTTGCATTTTGGCACACGAGTACACCGCGGTACATGGATCAAGTGGTTCTGGATGGTCGCAATCGAGCATACATTCCTGTATTCATGTAGTAGTAATAATAATAATAATAATAGTACATTACACTGTCGGCGGCTGTTCATGTGACGGTGCCATAAATGCAGCAAGTCCTGTCATCGGAGGTAAATTGAGCTTCACAATCGGTTCAATATCCACGGCCCCCTCTTGCAACACACCTCGCTCTTTCAAAATGAAGCGCGGTAACATTTCGTTCATGTAAAAGTTGCGCAAGGTCTCGAACAGCGTTTGCCAGTACGCTTCATCCAGTGTGTAATGATTCACTTGAGTAGCGTTCGGACTCCACACGCAAAACTTGGTCCAGGTGCCCGATTGCTCCGAGAGTTGCACGTCTGGGTAGCGAATGCGAAGGTATGACCGCGCGAGCGCCATCTGGCCCTGAAATTGGTCATAGTAATAGTGCGGACACGAGTCGTAAAAGTACTTGGTTTGGTACGGCGCCTTGTACTCGGCCAACCCGATATCATACTCCTTCTTTTGCGAATCGTAGATCAAGATGAAATCGTCCGGACTGACACCGAGCCAGGGGTGCTCCTTTGAGACAATGAGACCACACTCTTCGAGCCACACCTTTTGCGTGTCGGGATTGCTCCGCCGTGTGTGCATAAACGTTTCTACAACTTGATGAATGAGAGGCTCGCGGTCCGTACCGTACCGGGTGGCAGCGCTGCCCTTGAAGGACCCGGGCCACAACATGTCGTGCAACACACTCTTGGGAGTCTTGTTGAGTTTGTCGGGGTAATGACCGGCGGCGCCGCCAAAATTGCTTCCCGTCAAACGATATTTGCGCGCCTCGTACCAGTCTGGTGAGCGTTGCGCGCAATTGGCGATGTGTAAAATGTCGGCGTCCGTCACCTTGAGTCGTTTCAGGAATTTGCGCTTGTCATCTTTGGTGATGCGGGTATCCTCTCGACCCGTCTCCATATATATTTGTATGTAGTCGATGATGGGTGAGCGCGTGTACAGACTTACTCACATGTGTCGCGTGTATATATACCGATATGATCGACATTTTCTCGTCGAGAGATTTCATTCGTTCTTTTTCAGAAAAAGACAACAATTCGTTTTGACGGAACTCGAGTCTGTACTTCACTTGAAGACTTCGTTATACATACAGACTACACAGGTATGTGGGAGTATAATACTAGCCATCAAGGAAAAGAGAAAGTAAAGAAACTCGAGTTGAGAGCATCTGCACTTGGGCGCACACTGGAAATGCGTGCACGTGTAGAGAAGTGGTTTTACCTATAAAGTGCTCTCCATGTAGTCGTTTTCCAGCGCAGTATCTTTTCGGCACACAAACATACTTGTGAAGACATACACAGATGGCCGCATTTGTACCGTCCGTCGCGGCCGCCGCGATGGTTGCTCCGGATGCTGCTGCAGCAACAGCGATTGTTGTACCCGTTGTTGGTAACAACAACTATCAGCAACAACAACATGTCGATGTATCCATTCCCATGTGTGGGTGTGGCAAACCCGCTCAGAAGCGAGTCGTCATGAAGGAAGGTAGTCAGTGGCGTGGGCGCGCGGTTTGGTTTTGCCCCACCGGAAGAAAAGAGAATGGTGGATGTGGATTCTTCCATCCGGATGATGCAGCACAACCCTCCATGGCGGCGCAACAGGCGATTGCCAACACACATGTGGCGCCCGTGAACCCATCGGCAGCCGCCGCTGCTACTGTACACTTACCGTCCACTGGTGCCACGAATGCTACTAACCTCAATCCAGGCCGTAAACGTTCGCCAGATGAGGCAGGTCTGGAGGATTTTTCATCGACACCTGCAGATAAGCGTCGACATGTGTCCGGTGATACGGAGAGTGCAGCAGTTGTCTCGATGGACTTTGGTGCACGTTCACATGTCGTCGTCCCGGCCGCTGCTGCGCCTGTGCCACCACCATCTAATATGTTTGGTCGTACGTACACACACTCTCTCTCGTTGTTTGTTTCCTTTTTCCTTTCCTTGGAATCTTTTGCACATACTAACATATATTTCATTATCTTGTGTAGAAGCCGCCTCTGTAGTCGTCGCACCTCCACCCGGTCCAGCCGCCGCACCTACTGCGCAAGTCGCTGGAGTTGTTGTGTGCAAGTGTGGTGTACCCGCGTCCTCGTTTACTTCCCGCAAACAGAATGATAACTTTGGCAAGAAGTTTTATTCGTGTTCCAAACCGATGAATGAGCGGTGCAAATTCTTCAAATGGGAGCATGAGCTCGTTGCCGTGGCGGCGGCTGACAATTTTCCACCGGCCGATCGACAAATTGCGCAACACGACACATTTGCCAAACCACCCGTCCAGGACCCCATTGGAGCGGTCATGTCGCGTGACATGCAAGCACTGAACGAATTTGTCTCTCTGGCCAAGTCCCGTCGCTTCACGTGCATGCTCGGATCGCCCTTTGAGACCATGTACGCGCATCGCGAAGTCAGACTCGTCAAGGGACCGTACAACCAAGAGGACTTTTGGTTGGTGGTGCGACCAACACCTGCGGCAGACGCACCCGCTCCCGCCAAGGACGGCGTCTGGCTGCAGATGCATGGCATGCGTCCCGACGATGAAGGCTGGATCATTTCAGGCCAATCGCATTTTGTGGCGTTACAAACACCGACCGAGTTTCTCATTTGTAATCGTCGCGCCTTGTGGGCATACGTGGACAAGCACGTGCTACGCGAAGTGGTCGCAACGCCCCAACAAGCCGATCATCGGTGCTTTAAGGAGTCGTACAATGAACTTGTCACATGGGTGTCCGTTGCTGCGCTCGGAGCGTGGAAGGACGAGACGATTGGCATTCGCACCGTGATTGTGGATCGCTGGCCTCGCGCAGGCATTCTACCCCTCGCAAGTGAACCGATTGCTGTTGCTGCTCCGGTTGCTCCTGCTGTTGCGTCGTCATCGTCGTCTTCTTCTGCCACGTCCACCGACAGCCCTGTCGTGCAACAGAGCGATGCGGATGCCATGGAGGTCGAATGATCTCGTTTTGCGCGCGTGTATGTATATGTGTACGAAAGCGAAAGATAATGAACAAATTTGTTCCAAGTACGCATGCGGCAATTACACAAAAAATGCTCTCGGATCATTCCGTGAATGATCCCGTTTGTGTATTATTTCGGGGTACTGTAAACTCAAAAAGCGTACGTGTCAATCAATATTGATGCACACCACGCAGTAAAAAAAGGAAAAAAGGGTTTTATTTTTTTTCTTTGTACGGATCGTACTGCCGCGCGCTACGTGAGCGGGGGAAACACACACACGTACAAGAGATACTTATATATATATATATATATATATATATATGGAAGCCACTGCTGCAATTGCACTCATGGAAATGTCCACTTCAATGGATGACCAGCATCATCAGCGGCACCACCACCAGGAGAATGCCAGCAATGCGGTACATGATGTGCGCCACCACGAGCACATGATCGATACGGTTGTTCCTACCGAACTCGGGCCCTTTATTGAGTGGATTCGTCGGCACGAGAAGCAAATTCGCGCTCGCGGACCGACGCACCTTGATGTTGGTGCACTTTTGGATGCATTGGATGAGTTGAATGACCTGGTGGGCATGGCTGAACCTAAGCGCGTCGCAGTGCGACAGATCAAGTACTTTTTGCGGAATGGCGGAAAGTTTGATGGTCACTATCGACACACTGCCATCGAAGGGGATCCCGGTACTGGTAAAACAACACTGGGCAAAACACTCGTGCGTATTTGGACTGCCATGGGCCTCTTCCAGCAGTCGTCATCCTCCAACAACAGTGAGGTTCCATCAACGGCCGCGCAACCCACCGACATACTACAGCAGCAACACCAACGACCCGGCAACAACAACAATAGTGGCATGTTTACATTATCGTCCTCACCCGCGTTCGCCAATCAAAGCACTGGGCCGACGGCGCCGATGTCTCAACATCACCGTCCCAGCACCACCGCCGGACCGCTACTCATTCCTGTAAATAGCACCGTGCAGTCTATTCGCGCAGAGAACGCAGAGAAAGCACGGTATGATGCTGCGAGTCGGTTGGACAACGCGATGCGCACGTCCTCAAGTTTGATAGCGCACATGCTCGGACTACGTGATCGAATGGATCGCGCCGACTCGGCGGCGGCGCGGACCCAGGCGTTGCCACCATCACCGTCTTCTTCTTCGCCGCGAAACTCGCGACGCTCGCACTCCAATCGTTCACGTCGAAAGAGGCCTTTTGATGATATCAGTAGCAGCAACATTTCCGGAGGAGGGCCCGATAGTCCAAGCAGCAACAACAAGCGACGTTGTTTCGCTCCAACAGCCAGTGCTGCTACTGCTGCGCCGCAATCGTCTTCCATCTATCGACCACTTCCGTTTGAGTACCCCCGTGACAGTACTAGTAGTAGTGATATTGTCGAAACGACGACCGCCACGCTAAAGACACCCTCGCCCCAAAAGCAGCACTACGGTACCGCTAGTACAACAACAACAACGATTGCGACACCCTCTCCATCCACCCCCGTGTCAGCGACGACAATAACCCACGGCACCAATCCACCAACACATCATCAGCAGCAGCATGTCATTCGCCGTGATCTTGAGTTTATGATTGAAAATGCAAAAACAGTCGTGAACGACATTCGGATGGTACACACGATCATTCAAGCGGGATCGTTGACTGCCGCGCCAGCAACATCATCATCACAACCAACGGGGCAGAATCATCGCCTGCACGGCAACAATATCAACCATCCTACAGGGAATAATTTCATGCCACCTCGACCCGCCGAGGCAGAGGCTGTTTCTACACCGCCATCGATGACGGCACCGGCAGCAGCAACAACGACAACGCCATGGACAGTCTTGTCGCGGCCTGATTTTGTGTCCGATTATATGGGCCAGACGGCGCGGCAGACACGTCGCGCGCTAGAAACGCACCGTGGCAAGGGTATTTTTATAGACGAGGCACACTCGCTGTACCAGGACGAAAAGGATACCTTTGGAAAGGAGGCCGCCGGGGAAATTTTGCGCTTCATGGACGCTGCCATTGAAGACACCGTCGTCATTCTGGCCACCTATCCAGGTGCGCTCAAAGATAGTATATTCAAGGCGGATCGAGGTCTGCGGCGTCGCATTCAGTGGTTTTTCAAAATCGAGGGCTACTCTGCGGCCGAGTTGGCAGAGATATTTTGCCGCCAAGCACGCCGCTACGGCGACTGGCAGGTCAGTGCGGATCTGCGCAAGTCGCTCGTACCGTTTTTCCAGGAACATATGCGTCACTTCCCTCACTATGCAGGCGATACTTTCCGCTTGCTGTATCACTGCAAATTAGCGTCCTCTGAACGACATGCGCTTCACACTCTGATAGGCGGCAGCAGCAAGGGTCACCACCACGCACACGTTGATGACGGCCGTGTCCTATCCGCAGGCGATCTGAAGGCGGCTTTTGACGAGTATTGTATGATACAAAATGCAGACGGTGACATGGACCGACATGAGCGACCGTTCTACATTTCGTAGAAGGAATAAATGGATTATATTCTTTTCACAATAAGTACGTTTGTCTTCCGTCATGTTCGCAAGCGAGGTACGCACATGGAGTTTCTCTTTTAATGGGCCTTCTTCTTGCCATGTTTCTTTGAGGAGCAGCACTTTTTAGGACCTGGAAGAGTGTTGTAGGTGCAACGAGGAGGTCGCAACGTCTCGAACGCGTTGCGCTGAAACAGGTTGACAAACTTGCATAGCGGCATCTGTGGATCCCGTTGCAGAGCGTCGTCAATGGCGTTTGACAACATCGTTTGTTGCTGTGCTTGGTGCACGACCGTGGCGATATTTTCAGTGATGTATGGAATGGATGCCGCCGAGGATGACGCAGACACCACAGGTGCCTGCTGTTGTTGTTGTTGTTCTTGTTGTTCTTGTCGTTGTTGCCTGCACGACGTACATCCGGTTGCCGGTGGGCGAGGCAGTACGACGGGAACGCCCTGCAGGTTTGCATACGCAGCAGTAGGAGGAGGGGGTGCGGTTGATGGTGTAATGATGATTCCCCACTCCGAACTAGGAAATATAGGTGGTGTCATCGTGCAAAGGAACCACTCTAGGTCCGGTCGCGTTGGATTCAGTACGTGCACGTATACTTGTGCGCCCTGATGGCAACTGGCAGAGGCAATGAGATCCGACGTATCCAGTGTACCTGTCAACACACGGTGGCCTTCATCATCGCGCTGCTGTCCGTCGTTATACCAGATGCCGTTGAATTCGATGCCGCCAGGAACACCACTGATCGCAGCATTGTCTTGCCAGACGAGCACTCTGGACGGAGGCAGGTTGACAAACCGCGTCCCTTCAATGTCCAACCCAAGACGGTACGTGTTGATGGCGACGAAATCGAACGCCACCGGAGTTAGCACCTGACCGGGCTCAACGGCATAGTCTGCCTCAAAGATGACACGATCGGGACAGTTTCCCATATGTGTATTGGTCTTTGTGTTTGAAAATGCAATCGAAACAACAAAAAGTACGTGCAGAACCGTGCACTTTCTGTTTACCTTTTCATTGCCTCGAACAATTATCTCTACACAGAATCTCTTTTTGTCAAATGAAAACACCGTATTCCCTATATATACTAAAGCGCGTGTGTGTAGTCTACGTGACACGACGAGGCTGTTTTTTTAGAAACGACCACGCATATACATACACATGGGAAACACTGCAACAAAATCACAACATGCCGCTGCGGTATCGGCAACGTCAACGCGCCAGAATTTGCACACTGTGCTGCACGGGTACTACCAGATGATTTACTTACCACCCACGTTGCGTCGCACATTGGCCGACCATGTCCCACCGGGCCTATCAAGTGCAGAACTTATGCAGTACTTTGTGAACCAATTGGAGAACGTCCTACATACTTCACCCGAAGTTGTACCACGACTGAGGGAGATCGTGTCAATGCTGCGCAGCATGGAAACGGACGAGGTGGTCGTTATTTCGTACAATCCCGGACGCACTGAAATCTGTGTATTCAGTGACAACCCGTACGTGGCAACAAAATACCACTTTGACGGACCCGCCACACTCGAAATCACGCCCGCACTACCGTGATGATACTATACTACATCCTGTCCCCCTCCCGGAGGAAAGTAAACAACATTCTTCTGTGTACGTGATATATTTTCTTGTGTATATTATACGGATGCATACATGCCACCAGAGACATCAGAGAGAAGATACACTCATGCCACGGAAATGTGCGCCGGCTGCTGCTGCGAAGCCGCCGCGCTCCTTTCAACTTCATGCTGGATCCACCGCTGACAATCACGGTACCGATGCTCGCGACCCGTACGATTGTCAATGATGGCTGGAATAGGAAAATCGCGACGGTCCAACTCGTTCACGGGCAGCGCAGCGCCACGGCGTGCGAGTTCGGGATGCCGATAGAAGGCGGATGCACAGACAACATTCCCCTCCGCAATGTCCAACATGGGAGAGTCGGACAGGCACTTTGAAAACCGCAGCACCACGGGCGTCGCATTGGAGTACATGAAGGTGAACTCGGGCTGCGGGTTGCGCATCAAATTGATCAAGTCGATCGAGTGAGGCTTCAACGATTCGTCGCCGTAGTACTCACTCATGAACTCAAGAAGGTTGTCGTAGGTGCGCGGCTTTTGATTGTCCCACTCAACGGCGTCAATAGATGAGGGGTCTTGCGGATTGACGCGCTTGAAAAGAATGGTCGGGTAGCCACGACCTTCGGACCACCCGGGCCGCAACGCGTCGAGTTCTTCCTTATGCGTCACACCGTCCATTTTGGCAATAATAATCGGCACCGCACCGGGATTATTGTTGGAGGCATGAACCTGTCGTGCAATGTTGTTCCAAATCGGTGCCAGCGTCTTACAATAGGGGCAATCTTTCTTGTAAAAGTCAATGGCAACATTTTCGGGACTTCGCATAAGATCTTCCAACATTTTAACCGACGTAATATTCAGAGGCTTCATGAGAGGCTGTCGAGGCTTCTTGTCCAACGAGGCGACACCCTCAGTTGCGGAAGCAAACTGACGTTGACGGCGACGGGATCCTCCGCGACGAGGAGCGTCCTCGGGAGTGATGACTTGGTGGTCCTTCTCGTTTTGTTCATCAACCTCTTCGCCATCGTCGACGTACGGCGAACCGCGCAGAGCAATAAAATCAAAGTCACCTGCTTCGGCATCTGCATCATTGAGCGTGCGATCGTTCGCGTACGTGCGTGCGGATCGGCGCCTCATAGTTGTTGTCTCTTTGCTTTGCACTACTACTGTGATAGGGAATGTAGAATGAAACAGAAACACCGCTCTTTACTATTATATATGTACACAACATACATATGTTTCTTGAAGACGCTCTTATCTTCACATTGCAAGCGGGCACGAGATATAAAACTTGAGACTGTAGCGAATGGTAGTCTCCTTTTTCTGCACGGTATCGTACAGACGAGTACTACATTCGTTCGTCATCTCTTCCCGCACAATCAAATCCTGGTCACGCAGTTTCTTGACAAGCAACTCCAGCACCGTCACCCCGTTAAAGCGCAACCATGTCGCACTGCCGTCTCCTTTCCATTCGTCACACGACGGCGGGACCTGTCGCTCACAATCACCTGTCACCACTCCCATGTGCACGTCGCGCCAAAGATCTGCCATGTCGATTGCCCTCTCCACCGAACCCTTACTTGCCGCAGAGAGAATCTCCGCACACATGTGTTTGAAAACATACGACACCCATGTGTCCAAATCCGCCTTGCGCTGCGTGCGCCACGCAATCACCTTGGTAGCGGCTTGCTTTCCAATTGTTTGAGCCTTTTCGCAGTCAGCACGATATTCCGACATACCGGCATAACCTTTGGGACCCACAAGCCCATACATTGATGATGGTGGTGTTGTCGACATTTTGGGCACACACACGTAGAACACAAATCGACCGATATGAACGTACACACAACTAACTGCGACTGACGAATGTTTGGCAGCGCTTACACGCATACGTATATGCAGTGTATCTCGAGACAGCCAACTCGAGTAGTGTTCTCGAGTAAACACACTCGAGTTTATATCTGTCCAATGTGTGTACATGCCCGAAGGCGCAGTGGACACCTGGTGTACACGGTCTCATGAAAAAACAAATCTGACGAATGTACACCCTACTCACTTGCCACTAGGGTATGGACAGGCATAGCCACATGCATAAAAACTCTGTGTGCCAATTACTAATGAATACATGTTGTAACTCGAGTTAGTGTATTAAGGTTATATTTACATGTTCCCTCGTAGTCGTGTTAGTGCCATCAACGGTTACTCTTTCTGGGACTGGACCTTTCGCTGCGTAAATCGCTCCTATTCTTACATTGTGCTCTATGTGAACGCACTCGAGTTGTGTAGAAAGTTCAAGAGATGTATATATAGGGTAGACACTTCTGTGTACACATACAGTTTGGTTGTTTTGATCACGTACACCCATAGTACACAACCATCCACTCACATTGATCACATCAGTGTACGGAGAGTGAGCATCGTTGTATACACAATTAATATGTATGTCATAACTCGAGTTGTATTAGTAAGTTAGTCACATCCATGCGTATATCTTATGTGTTACAGCAAGCAAGGGCCTTTATGACATGGTGGTGGATTCACTTGGTGCTTTGCGTTGAATGTCGGAGATAATTTCCCACAGGTTGCGTGTCTGTTTACGCAATGCACACAGGGGCGCCTTATTCGCCCGTGTAGGTGTTTCCGCTTCAGTGGCACACACAATGAGTGTGGTGAAAATGCGGCGGTAGTGCCAGAAAAAGTCAGCAATCGACTTGTAATGGACAAGAGCATGTCCGTTGTTGAAAGTACAACCACCGCGTTTCGTGTCGATGCAAAGAGGCGGCACTCGCATAACGTTTCCATCATGAACTGCTATGATACGCAACTCCGTGGCGGTCCGAAGCACTCCGAACGCGCCGGTCTCATGTGTCCGTCGGAACAAACATCGTCGGGTTTCGATATCCCACTCTGCAGCGGTCGCGGGGTGACTCGTTGTTGCGTTCGGACCATCTCTGATTTGAATCACAGACATTGGACCGTTGTTTCCGTTTTCGTTGTCATTTGCAACGAGCATGTAAACAGCCCGATATTTGTCTGTGAAAGCTCCGGTTAAATGATCATCATCTTGCAGGTTGGACAGCAACGGGACAGTCTCTTCCATACAGTCAGTTATGTGCCGCAACTCTTTACAATGATACGTATTGCTGCTGCTAAGTGTTTCTTCTTGTCACTTTACAGTAAATAACACGGACAAGGGGGTGGGCTGGGACTTCCCAGCCCCGAACCTTCCTGCTGCGCCAAAAATTATAACGGATAGTTTGTATTGTGTGGGTTCTGTTTGTATGCAACATTCAAGTTTTTACACATTATATGAAACGTAACCCATTAAATCACATACACATGCGCGCGTGAGTACATAGTGCTTCACTATTTTTGATTGTGTCATTGCACGTGTACACACGCACGCACAGAGGTACGCGAATATGTACCCAAGAAACAGAAAACACAAAATGTCTAGTGTAGCAGAAACGACGACGACTACGACGACGACGAGCGCCAAGGGAGAAGATGATCCGTACGGAGTGTCTAGCGACGACGCGATGGACATTATTACGTGGTCGCACAAATCGGCGAGTCTGGTCCCGTCCGACCGTAAGAAGCGCCGCTTCCACGTTCTCGGTCTCGTGCATTTGCCCGTCTCGCGCCGCTTCGATGCATGTGCGTTTACACAGAAGATTGTCAAGTTATGCCGCATGCTTCTTGCCGCCGGACACGAGGTCATTTTGTACGGTGCCGAGGGCTCCGACAAGGATCTGTGCACGACGTTTGTGCAAACGCACTCGCTGCGCTCCATTCGCGAGTGCTTCGGTGACCCAAATCATCCCAATCTGGACAGTCCCGATCCTGACGACCTCGGGTACAACTGGCGCAAAGAGACGTTCCGCACCGATTTTGACGGCGCAAAGGAGTGCACGTACATTTACTATGGTACCGCCATTGCGAACATTGGTCGGCGCAAGAAGAACGATGACTATTTGCTGCTGACCATGGGTGCGCACCAGAAGCCAATTTCAGATGCCGTGCGCCTGTATTTGACGGTCGAGCCCGGCATTGGCTACTATGGCTGTTTCGCCGACTTTCGCGCGTTCGAGTCGAGCGCGGCGTACCACTACATGCTCAAGGCGAACAGTCCGAACGAGCACTCGTACGTCGATGGCAAGTTCTATTGGCGCACCGTGCCCAATTACTATGACGTGAATGAGTTTGATGTTGCTCCCGAGCACGCCGCCGCGGATCCTGACGGCGCCGTCGCCAACAGTGGCAAATATCTCTTGTTCATGGCACGCCTGATCCAACGCAAGGGCTTCTATGTCGTGTATGATTTGTGCAAGCGCCTCGATTTGCCACTCTGGATCTGTGGTCAGGGTTACAGCAAGTGGGATCCCGAGAAGCGTTTGCTCACATTGTCCGAGACGAATGCCACGATCGAGTTGACGCCCAAGATGCGATTCTTGGGTTATGCCAATGCCGAGCGTCGCGCCATGCTCATGACGCACGCGCGTGCCACTCTTTGTTTCACATTGTTCACTGAGCCCTTCTGTGGTGTAAATGTCGAGTCGCAGTTGACGGGAACGCCTGTTATCTCAACCAACTACGGTGCGTTCACCGACACCATCGAGCAGGGCAAGACCGGTTTCCGCTGCGACACGACCAATGACATTGCACTCGCGGTCGCCGAGGTGGGCAAACTCGATCGCGAGTACATTAAGAAGCGCGCCCGCCGGTTGTACAGCCTCCAGTCAGTGCAGTGGATGTTTGAAAAGTTGTGGCAAGACCTGTATGATGTGTACTTGTCCACCATCAAATTGCCGTCGGGTGAGATGGCAGGCCAAGGCTTTTCTGCGATTCGCGACGACGTGATTGAGGCGGTGGAAAAGTCCAAGGCGGAAGAAAAGTGGACGACGGCGCGCAGTGACACCTCGTAAGTATCCCTTCAACACACATCTCGAGTTTTGCATTTTGGTTCTTAGGGACTCACCCCATATATATAAATAGTAAAGATACCTTACTGCAGCGGGACGGATATGTGGTATTTAGTACTCGGCGCGTATGTCTTCGTATATCGGCCAAGCATCACCCTGCGGTCCAAAGTGAATTACTTTGTTGCACAAAAGATTGTTGATTGGTTTTGTATTCGGCGTCACTGGAGTCGCTTGAACCTAGTATGCTACTTGTTTGGATGGGAACTGCGCTGGGAATATTTGGACGACTCAATAGAGCACACCAAAGCGTTCATGTTCTGGCCAGTGTGCATGAGGGCCATTCTATTGAGACACTCTGGTCGTATCTATGAGGTTCACTATGGCGCCTACTAAAGCCAGCAACAAGGACCTCATGCCTGTACAAACTTTGTTGACCGCACATGTATGAAATAGACAACTCGAGTTTTGACACATAAATACATGTAATTCACACGAGGTTATTTTCCCGACCCTCAACCTAGTGTACGTTTTTGTGTGTATGCATGTGTGTACACCTGTGTGTCATCACACACATACTTACTTGAGTCCTTGGTGTACCTAAATAGAAAACCAAGCATAAAATCCATGTGTTGTGACATGTGTATTTTGGTTCAAACTCGAGTTGTCTATACAGTCGCACTTTGGAGATGCATGGACGACTCTCCTTGAAGGTGCATGATCGCACCCCCCTGTATCCACGTCGTGTTAGGTAGGCGACCGAGGACGAGTTGTGTGCTCGGGGTAATATCTAGTCCGCGCGACATGCTCGCGTAGAACTTGGCCGTGTCGTGGCAGATGCCGAGTGTCACCATGTCATCTTCCTCAATGTGGGCGCACTTGATCCGCGCGCGTGATGTCATCTCCTCCAATGAGAGTGCTGTGCCGCGCATCCAGGCACCTCCATACAGTTTCTCATCCATAGCCTCCAGTGCGGCGCGCACATTGCCGTGCACGTCCATTTGGAACACCCGCGCGGCCGCTGTTGGTGCTGATGAAGGTATGTGTTGCGACGGCGGCGGGGCCATTGGGTTCGCGGCGGGGACTGTCTGCATGTACGATGCGATGCAGTCGTCAAAATTGAATGCGTGATGCATCGTGCACACGGCGTTTGTATCTGTCAGGAGTGTGTTGAGGGTGTTTCCTGTGGCGAGGGGCGTGCCGAGGTATCCCGTGAGTTGCATCTGTGTGCGTGCGTACATTGCATAGACTGCCGTTGCTGTGGTGCTACTACCGCCAGCACTGGGAGGAGCAGTCGTTGTTGTGTCTTGAAACGATACGTCGTTCAAGTCGGACCACGTGAACGATGCAGCCTGTGCTCGTTTGTGGAGCGCATTACTAAAGGCCACATAGGCGGCCCCGTCGTCGTCGAGTCGAATGATGCCATCTCCCCGCGCCTGGTCTTGTGCGCCGATCCAGTGCAACACCGCAAGGTCGCGATCCGTGATCACCTGCGATGTGAGCAATGCATCGTCGTCGCGGGGAATCTTTGTTGCCATCGATCGCGGCACTAGGTCTGCCCGATTCACTGCGCCAGTGATGTACATGACGTGGTAGCCCGGAGTGTAGACTTGCCGAATGGCTTGAATGGAGGCGTCGTAGAATTGCTCGACAGTCGCAAACTGGGTCGCATCGAGCGTTCGTACGAGTCGCACATCATACGGGCGGACACCATCGAAGCCACCACTGTATCGGATAACATGCGCGCTCAGATCACCAGTCTTGGATTGAATATCTTCGATCAACAACATGGCACGTGGACGTGTTCCACGGACCAGATCGTGTAGATGCTCTTTCGCCCCGGACGTCCATGTCGTCGTGGCAGTTGCGGCAGTGTCGCCGATGATCGCAGTGATAGAGAATCCGTGGATGTACCAATGCAGCCCTAACGATGCCAAAAGAAACGCCGACGCGAGCAGAAAACACAACGTACTGCGATTCATTCGCGGTGGTTGCTGCGGCGGCGATGTCAGCGGTGCCGTTGTTATTGTCCCTATGGTGCTCACGACAACGCCGCCACTGGTGCTCGTTTGAGGTTGTCGGCGGCGATGATGTCGGTGACGGCGCTCTTGAATGACCACTGCTTGAACGTCTGCCATGAGATGGATGTATTTGTCTTTTACACTTTTTTTTCCGCACGTGTGTTTCGTCCTGGTGTGTCTTTACTACTATATACTACATGTAGTATGTGTGTTTATATTATTGGCAGTTGTGTATGTACGGCGGTGGTGTGTTGATGATAAAATGCGACCAAGATACGCTCTACTTTTTATTGATGTCATCGTTGTGAGTCGGTACGGTCCTTTCATGACGGTGTTACATGTATATGCATTGACAGATTGTTGAACATACAGACAGAATACGATTATACAGTAGCGTGTGTCAGATACATGCATGCGACGCGAACGGAAATCTATGTGCGCAACTTGAGTGCAACTGATCCGAATGGACTGTACGTGATGGCCATGTTGACGCACGGCGCTGTTCCACATTGGCCCATCAGCATCTATTGTGAGTTTTGTGATGATGGTCTACTGGCGCAACTCAAGGATGTGGATCACATGATTGCTATTCATCGTGTGCCCATGTTAGCGCGAACGGACAACAAGTGGACCCACAAAATTGACGATTTGGTTCCGCGCGTGTACCGAGGTGGCATTCCCAGGTTGACCGTTGCGGTAGGTGTTGCCATGCACCGGGTCGTCACTCACTTTGACCAACTTGGCGCGCGATCAGTCTGGATCATTGCCGACGAAGAACAACGCGAAGTCATTACGGAGTGGTCGGCCGCGAAACTCACGTTTGAGAGTCTGGAAAGTATCATATTCGCATCTGTGTCGATACGCACGGTCATGTGCAATCTGCTGGACCGTTCGTTGCGGGACAAACGCGCGCAACAGTCACACGTCATTCCTCGTGGTGCGATGGATCCCGACGCCGTTCACGAATTGGTCCACTTTGCCTTGCAGGCCGATTTGGACGTCTCCTGTGAAATGATGCCACTGATGTGTCGGTTTAAAAGACCACCGACAGCGGCGATCTCCTCTGGGGATACTACCACCGTGGACGATCCCGTTGCAGCGTCGAGCAACACAACAACAACACCAGTACTATTGTCAGCATCATCTATACCACAACTTGCAGCGTCGACATTGGAAAAACACCTCGCACCCGTCACCGTGTCAATGGCGGACCGGGGTTTGTTGACGCTATTACTACAGCAGAGTCCGACCATGCGACAAGAAATTTACTCTGTCGTCTCCCGCAACGCGAGCATGACGCTCTTACAACAAGTCATTATCTCGGTCGTGCAACCGATCGTGCTGGTGGATATGGACAACACGGTGGTCGACTTTTCTGGCGCGTTTGACGAGGCCTTCCGCGCGATCGTGCCAGGTGCCGTGTGCGATCCAACAATTTACCGCCTGGTGGATCGAATCGCACAAACACCGCCGTCTGCTGCGCACGACGGACCATCATCAACGGTGCAACAATGGCGCGAGGAGCAGGTTCGACGCGTTGTCGGGCGCGAAGGCTTTTTCGAACAGTTGCCACCCATGGAGGGTGTCGTTCAGACTCTACGCACTCTGCATTCCATGGGTTGGCGCATTTATTTTTGCAGTACGGGATTCGCCGACGCAGTCTTATCCGCAAAGGAAAAGGCGGCATGGATCGAGCGGCACTTTGGAACGGTTTTGCCGCGGTGGAACACATCATTGATCCTCACGAGTCAAAAAAATCTTGTACAAGGAGATATTCTTATTGACGATTTGCCGTTTACGCAACAGTGCCGCATTCACGGTTGTGAGGGTGATCAACAACAACACCTCGCCCCCACGTGGCGTCAAATCCTTTTCGACCAGCCGTACAATGCTGCGACTGCTGGTTCGATGTCTTCGTCTTTGACATCAGCACCACGCATCTACAGGTGGGGCGATGACAGTTCGTTGCGTACCATTACACAGACGTTCTTTTTACAATTGCCCAAGCCGACCCGCATGGCATGTGAGATTCGGTGCCGCACTCAAACCCGGCAGCAGTCGTCATCGCAACAACAACAACAAACGACGACACTCTTGCACGACAGCGGTAGTAGCACTAGTAGTAATACTTCCGAATCATCCTCCTCTGTAACACCTTTATCGTATGCCGCTGCTTCGGATGCAATGCTCTCACTCGCTGTCAAATCACCGAGTGTGTCGCCGTCGTCATCGTACACCTGGTAAGTAAAGTGTGTATATACGTAAACAGCCACTCGAGTTTGTATGTACAGGCACATTTCTTCTCCGTGTGTGATATGTATGTACACTCTTCTGATTCCGAACTTTTAGTCATTATTGTTGACTTGACCGGATATGGAACAGAAGAAACCCGCCCAAAAACCGCGCGCCACCAAAAAGCGCCCGCGCGGGCCCACACAAAAAGAGCTCAAGGCGACATTGCAGCAATTGCATATTGCTGCACTTGAAGCGACGGCAGAGGCGGAGAAAGCTTTCCAGTGGAACAGGTGTACCAGTGACTTTCTTATGCGTCCTCCAACGATGCATCTCAAAGATGTAGGTCCTTATATTGAGAGCGCCAGACAGTTTATCACGCGTATGGATATTGCCATGCAAACGCGCACCGCACTTTTTGAGATGATCCGAACCGCCACATGGGGCACTGGTGGTGGCCATCCACCCTATGGTGGTGCCATTTACTTTTTGCAGCCCACCGAGCGGTGGAGGAAACCACTGTTCCGCAAACTGCTCGAAGAGCTTACGGACCTGATATGGTACGAATTACGAACAGCAGGATATGCGCTTCTCGATGAGTGTGCAACACCGGAAGAATTTGTGGAACTCAAAACCAACCTCGCGGATCTCAAAGCGTTTAAGGAGCGCGCTGCGGAACTGCTCCTAGAAGACCAAGCTCTCGCGGATGCTGCAGACGCATTTTGCAAAAATGTCGAATAAATGAGCCTCGAGTGTATATAGCGAATTGGGCTCGTGCGCAGTGTGTAAATATATAACCATTTTTCTTTTCACAAGAGCGAATGACACAATTTTGCATTGCAAACGTTACAATATGTGTACATCGCGCTTTAGTGGGAGAGACGCAGGCGTTGCTATATAACAACGACGACGAGGCAAAACAACTGTGCGATTTGAGTACCGTCTGTTTAGGCATTTATTATTCTCGATTTGTGGAGCATTTTCTCATGGCCGAGAATCTGACGTCGGCAACGGAAGACCATGGTAACGATGATGAGCGGTGCCCTATTACCCTTGTTCCATTTAGTGAGATTGCGCCGGAACGTCACTTTTTGCTACCATGTTTGCACAAGTTTGATAGACATGCGATTACGGAGGCATGGACTGCGCAAGAATCGCACGTGTACCAGTGTCCCCTATGCCGAACCGTGGTGTCGCCGCACGCATTGGGTATCGAATTGAAACAAAAGCGTCGTCGACGTCTGGGTGAAGAGCATGATGACGATTTGATGGCGCCGGACGACGCGCCGTTCGACCCTTCTGTCGGCGCAGACGATCACGATGACGAGGACGTGAGCGTTACAGATGAAGAGAACGATGATGATCCTGCTTTTGCAGAAGATGAGGAGCCAGAGTCCGAGACAGATGATGTGCCCATGCCGGCCCGGTATGACCGGCCGCAACGATGGGCAACTGCTGCTGCTGATGCTGACAATGATGGGAATGACGATTTGGACGACTTTATTGTTCCGGATGAATCCGAGAAACATGGCAACGATGATTATGTTCCGTCCTCGCAATCGTCATCCTCCTCCTCCGCTTCTTCCTCATCATCATCTCCTTCGTCGTCTCGTGTTGCCAGTAGGAACACGAAGAAGACATTGAATTCGTCGTCACTGGCCAGTATTCGCCGATCCGAACAACGACAGCAGCGGCATCGGCGATCTTTGCGGCGCCCACGTCAAGGTGCTAATGACGGCAGTGCTGCAAACGAGTAGAGCAAATGTTTCTTAATGACGTGTATATTTTTAGCGATATAGAAAACACGCGTCTACAAATTTGTGTCATTATTGCTCTTGGTCGTTGTGTGTATCAACTGTTTGAGAATGTGGTGTTGTCTGTTGTAGTCTGCTGCAAATGGGGTGGTGTGGAGACTTGCTGCATACATATCCCGCAATCTCGTGCAGTTGCGCGTCGCGCGTCCATGGTTTAGGAACAGCAACTCCCGAGTGCAGGTACGCAAACGCCCGGAGTTCCTCGTCTGGAATCTCGTCGTAGTTGAAATTCTCACCACAAATGCCAGGGTACGCACGCCCTGTGGATTTGACACAGACGGCATACGGGTTATAGCACGTTTCCACCTGGCCCGATTGAGGATCCGTACGTTTTTGGAAATAGGCCTTTTCGGCCAAACACCATGAAGGCTGTCGGGCGCCAACGTGCAGTGTACAACGACATGTACGCGCATCCGACTCACTGATAACTGCACCAGGAAGCATGTAGGGAATCTTCCCTCCCGGGACCGTTTGCGTTTTCGGTGGGTTTCTGGTACCCTGACCTGTGCTTGTACCTCCTGTCGCTGTTCTTGTACTCTTGCCACCACGGCGCATCGCGGGCGCCGCGAGTTGTTGGGGCGCCACTACCGGTGCTGGTGTTATCGTTGGGAAGGACGGCAAATAACGAGCAACAGGTTGAGAAATGGGAAGCATTTGCGGGGCCACGGGTTGCAACGGCCTTGGGAGTGCTGGTGAAGATGATGGTGCTGAGGCGATTCCACCTGTCGAGAACTGCACAGATCCCACGGGAATAAGTCTGTGTCGACGTGCAAAGCGCTGTACCGCAAACGCGCTCCGTTGATGAGGTCCGTGTGCCGACAACGGCACAGATGGCTGTGCGAACACGAATATCTCATATCGATGTGCATCAGAATCGCGCGGCGGCGAGGGTGCCATGTACGGAATGACCGTGTCGCCTACCGGGTTGTGCTCACTGATGTTAGCCTGCATCCAATGCAAGAACGGGCTCTCCGTCGGTTGTTGCGGATAGGGGGCGTCGTGATCAATCATGATAATAGTGTACGTCTCGGATGGTTCCATGGGCCATTGTAGCACTGGCAGTGGGGCGCTCTGTACTGTTGCTAATGGAACGTACCCGTGTGGGGACACAACGGTCGAACCGAAACGAACCGTCACATCATTGTCAATCGTGCGCCTTTTTTCAGACATTATTATCTACACAAAACACGTGCGGTGGGCGTGTGCTTTTTGTGTGTGGGTGTGTGAACACACAGATACACACTTTGATTTGTGGAACCACGACATAGAAACGTGTGGTGAAACGATACTACGTATATGAAATGTATGTGTGCTATATCATCAGATGTGTACGTACTTTATGCACGCGTACCAACTCGACATTATTGTGAGGATACACTTGCACGGCAAAGAAACATATGACTGAGGCAAGTAGTATGTCCCACAAGAAGCAACAACAACAACAACAACAACAGCAGCAACAACAGGAGCAACGGACGGATATACCCTATGTTGCACATACGTTAAGCGTGCAAGACTATTACAACGCGCGCGCGTTTCTATGCAACCACATCATCCACCGTGACTCTGCCAAAAATCAAAACGAAATATTAGAATTAATTACAATGCTGCTTGCTCTGGATGCAGGTGCCATGACAAACCCAACATATCGGCACGATGCCACATTAATGATGCAAACGGACCTCGCGAACGCGTGTGTCCGCTTGAGACAGTTCGTACAATGGGACGCCGACCGAATTGACACTCTGGCGCAGGTGATTGAAGGGGCCGTTCGGATGTATACAAGTCAGCAAAATGAGAACGCTGTCTTTGATGCGTTGTACTATTTGAGTCGAGTATATCTCACAAACGGTCTTCGGGACAAGGCACAGGTCGTGTTTGACAATGTGCAGAAAATGGGACCGTGGGGGTTCTCGCAGAGTAGCGCAATTTCGCGCTGGCGCAAGCGTCTTGCCAGTGCAGGGGTAAGCGTCGCAGCAGAACAACGTGGTGTTGATGATATATCATCATGCTCACCGAGCGTTATTCTTACGACGACGCCACTGGAGGAAAAGTCATCATCATCGCAGTCAAAATCGGCTGCGGTAGGAGTCACCTGTTGCGGCGGTTGTTGTAATACACAACAGCACCCACCACCGGTAGAGAAGAAGAAAGTCGACCACGACGTAGCCACGGCACAAACAACACATCAGGACGCTGCACCACAGCAGCCACAGAATGCGCCTCGTTCTGCGGTTGAAGGAGGCAACAACACAAAAGAAGAAGCGCTTGAATTGATGCAAGCGTTTCTGAACGAAAGTAAGGAATCCCTTCGTACCATGCAAAATGTTGTCACCCGGTTAGAGGACGTGCTTTCTCGCACCCGCAATGTGTAAAAAACCTATGTATTAATATCTCGAGACGTGTACTGTAAAAGGCATCCCACCGACAGTCTTCTTTTTTGTAGTTGGCCTGAAAACAACAGCAGTACGGCGCCCTTGAGAGACGTTGGCGCACGACAAAAAACGAAACAGAAACCATGTCAGCCACCTCGTTGGCGACGGGGACGATGCAACATGCTGTTGGTGCAAAGGCCTTTGAAACACGCCTCCAGTCACCCATTTCTGAGGATGCGCGACAAGAATGGACGACTCTGATCGAGGCACAGTTAGATATGGCGGGGTCTTCTGCCGGCGCTATTGCTGAATCTGCCTGTACGAGCGCAGGTGGCAGCAACACCGCGCATTACTTCATGCGCAGTGCTACAGATCACTGCTATGATATCCGTGAATTGGGTCATCAGTACGAACTTGCAGGCAAGCAATTCAGTGGAGCACTTCAGGGTATCTTGCCGACCGACGTATTACAGCGCGAGTTTCTGCTTCGATGGGCAATTGATAATCCACATGTTGGTATTGAGCGCATGCCAGGTATGAAGCCTCCGGTTGCGACCATGCACCGATTGCTGCCGTACCCGTCGGAACGTTTAGAGCAATGGCTCGTCGACCCGGCAGGTCACATTCTTCGTCTATTGTATGGTAGTAGTATTAGTGCATCTGGTGCGTACGCAGGCGAGGATGCTGCGGCGCGGTTAGTGGCGCATGGGGTTGGGGCTGTATGGTTGCCTCCCACCTTACTCAAGAGATGGATCAACGAACCATTGCAATATCCCGCGCAGTGGTTGCGCGCCGATTCGACTGTTCCGTCACTCTCGGAAGCGCATCACACCGTGGCACAATGGACACTCGGGTTTGGTGCTGTAGAAGAACAACAAAACGTTGGCACGGTTGATTTCTACGAAACGCCGAATGCGGCCCGTGCGTTGTATTCATTGCGAGGAGTGACACGTACCACGCCACTACAGCCATTTGTTGCAGTCCGCATCACATCTGCATCGCCATCGAATCCGAGAACGATCTATGCCAGTGCGTACGTACATGAGTCTATCAACAGCCGGCTCGGTGCGGATGAGGTGGCGATTGCATTTCCCTTCTATCGATCTCTGCAACAATCAACGGTGCAGCGACCACCGAGTACGGTTGATTTAACGAGCAGTACTGAGACTGCTGTATTGCCACCTGCTTCTTCGCCGCAACCAACGGCACCGGAATCATGGAAAATTGAACCCGTCGTTCTTCCGTTGGCAGTGAAAATCGTGTTGCGCACGCTCTCGTCCAAACCTGTCGCTGAGCATTTGGCCACGCGTGAGTTTTTTCAAGATCAACTCAGTAGGTTCCGCGTGCTTCAATCCGGTCAATTTATCGTGCTCGATCAGCCTGGTGGCGACACCACCGATATTCTTCCCTACGAGGTGGCCGAATTATGGGGCCTTGTGCGTTGCACGGGCGGTACGGATATTCTCGCGGGTGATGACGACAGAGATAATAGTGGCAGTGGTCTGACGTACGAATTGGGTCTCGTGGCTGCGGCCAACGTCACAAATGTGGACGTGATCGTTGATTTTGTTCCAGGTGACAACAAGGCGGGCCTCGCACCGACGGGCCGTGGGGCCGTGATTGACGCGCTCAATCGTATGTCGCGCCAATTGATCACCGTGCCCGACCGCCGCCGTCGTGAGAACGAGGCCGAGCAACTCTGGCGAGACGCCATTCTGGCCGGGGCACTAGCGCCGCGAATCTTTGCCGCGCGCGCCCGCCACCGCCCGCCTCCAGACCAGGACATTGAGACGCCCGTTTTCAGTGTGAACGACCGCATCTTGTTGAACCTTACTCCGATTTCGACGACCGAAATTCAGGAAATGTTGCTGCTGTTGTTGCGTGGTGCGGACCCGCGTCTCAGCGTGAATGCGGACATGCTGCTGCAGTTGTTTGGTGCGAGCAAGACACCCCTACGAAAGAGTCAACCGCAGGGACTTGGAGGACTGCACGTTGTTCCGTGGCGTAACTTTGGACTTCGACCGCGTCCAAGCCCCGGCACCGACGACATCATCTTTCGGTATGAGGTGGCAACGTGTCGCTGGCTTGCCAAGAATATTCGTGGAACAGACGCGATGGCATTGAGTCCGCGCAGCACGACAGAACTACTCGCACTGCTGTCGAATCCAGACTATGTCTACTTTATTGTGGACGCCAACAACACTCTGCGAAATCCAGTGGTGGTTGCTGCTGCGCCTGCAGTAGTATCAGAAGCAGCACCGAGTGCTGTGGTAGCACCGACAGTAGCACAACAACAACAGCCCGCTGCTGCTACGACCCTTGGTGGTGGTGCAACAACAGTGCCCGGCACGACCGATGAACGCATTCTGCAAACGACCACGTTTTTAAACATTCCCGAAGCGCAAGTTCGGCAAATTCTCCTTCGTAATCGCGACTTGCTCCAAACATTGCCTACGATGGCGTCGCTACAGTCGCTTCGCTTGCGCAAGCAAGATGCCGCCGTCCTGGCGAACGTCTTTGGTGTTCCGGCGTACCTTGATCGCGATATTATTGTGGCGGTGGCCGAGCAGAACCACATTCCGTTTGATGTTGTTGCAAGTGTGGCCTACCAGTACGCAGACCTGATCACACGGCGTAGACCCGAACAACAACAAGCACTGCCCCGACTCGGCAACGCAACAGAGCAATTTGCTCTGGAACAATTGCGCGCGGTGTATGATGCACAGCACCAGTAAGTATGTGTGTATGTAATATACATGCACTTCAAACCAGTATATACATGTTATTTGCACAGCGACAAACAAAGAATACTATATATACATATTCTTCTATTTATACACGCGTATCTATATATATAGAGGAGTATACACTAACTAATGGTCACGCAAGTACTCTGCTCGTCTTCGCCGCATCAACACCAATGCACACTCGTACGCCTCGTCAAACATGCGCGCCGACACTGACGATCCCGAATACGACAGAATTGCATTGACCACATCGCTCGGCAGAAATGTAAGAGTGTTGTTGACTATAAAGGTGTTCTTGATGGCGTCGCAAGCCGCGGTAAGCGGTTGCGATAGTGTCGGTCCTTGTTGTTGCGACTGTAATTGCCGAACACTTTGCACGGCTCGGCAAAATGTCATACATCCACCGGCCTCGTGCTGATGCATCCACATTACAAATGAGTAGTCGTTGCACATGACACTGTCGTCATATGCATCCTCGCTACCATTATCTACACTACATTGTTGCGCGGAAGTGGGTGTATTAAACACTACCGGAGAGATGGTCGGTCGTCGTGAGATATTATTCATGAGCAACCACAGACACTCTACCACCTACTAAAATTGCTTACACCCGATGTGTAGATCGTCGAATGAGTAAGCACAACAGTCATGCATCACCAATGCGAAAAAACTATAGACAGAAAGAAGTGTCTCTGCGCAAAGTGCTCGAGTATTGCATAACTCGAGATGTATATTTACAAACCAGCCTCACTTCATGCATAATGTCACTGTCGTTTACATGGAGTTTATGTTCTCATTTTTTTGTTTGGCCAGTATTGGTTTGATCTTTTTACCGTAGGATGCATGCACATGTCGGTATATATACAATAAGAAGCGCTTTTGTGTGCCGGGGAAACATTCGTAAACGTGTGTGACGTTCATTCATTTATTGAGCGCCCGTTTTCTCTACAAGAAGACGACTATCTCGACAACAATATTATTTCCTCGTGCAATATGCCCTCTGCAGCAACAACGTCACAAAAACACCATCACCGCAGCAACAGTGCTCATCGCCACCATTCTTCAACATCGCACCACCACCGGAATAAAAATCATCGCAATCACAGCAGTAGCGGATCTGGAGGAGGGTGGTGGTGGCGGTGGGGCATGTGTGGACTCAGTCCATGTGTGCTTATACTCGTCGTTGTGTTGTTTGTGCTGATTTTCGGACTGATCATTTTCACGGTCGCATACGGCTCGAGTGGTTTTTCTTCGATAACTACAACGACAACAACCATCGCATCGGTGGGTATCGCACAGCCGCAACAACCACCAAATATGCCCGGCATTGATCGACAGAGTATAATGCTTCAAATTACTGCTCTGATGGACTATTATCAACGACTGAATGTGAACGTATCGGGGCTGAATGACCTCAGTCGACGGTGCTACGATCGCATGGTGCGAGACCATCGGTTTAAGCAAATGACGACCGCACTTGTTGAAATGATTCGGTACGATGTGTGCATTGCAGACACTCACGAAGACATTATCTACAAGGCCAAAACGTGGTATGGGTACGCACCCAAGAAGCCCGGTGCACCCGATCTTGTGGAAGCGCTCTATTGTGACAATTGCAGTGTATAATATGATTGACCGAATTGGAAGGACACATCATCTGCTGCATATATATTACATACTGTTCATTGTACACTTTTTTCAACTACTGAATCCTCTTTGCATGTTGTAATCGCTTTCCCATCCTTCGGCATCGCTACGAGCGTCTTCCAAATCCTCCTCCAGTACCGCAATCTGCGCCTGCAAACGCTCGATGTGTTCGCGACACTTCTGAACAAGGGCTGGCGCTGCTTCCATCGCGCTAAAAGACGTCAGTTGTTCGGACAGGATTTTCCACGCTTTCTCCGTTTCGTCTTTCATACCCTTGTAGATCTCTTTTTCCTCTGCGTAGTTGTCGGACATTGAATCTTCTTCTTTTTGTTGTGATGTGTCTTCACACCGCAAACTGTTACCAATGTGTAAAACTCTGTGTGTACGGATGATGTTCGATAATACAATAATATGTGTGACATTTCATATTATGAGCTCTTCATTGGGCGGATGGTACTGTACAGTAGTCCCAGTCGTGAACAACAGGTGCGGTGACCCCTGGAATCAACCGTTGACTGTATCGATTGGTGCGACACCATGTGCTCACGCCTGTGCCATGACGCCCACAGGGTCGCGTGCAAAGGTGACGATCACTTGATACAATCATACCACGCTGGTAAAAGCCTGCGGTCGGAGGCACGGCGATCATGTGCGGAGGAATCTGCACACCAAACATGTCGTAGACGGCCTCGACGTTGGTGCGCAACTTGAGTTGTTCGCTGATAAAAATGTGATTCACGAATACGATGCGCCGCATCTCGCGCTGGAGTCGCCTCTGTTCTTCGACATCCGCGGCCGCTATTGCAACGCGTAGTTTTTCGTGTTCCGCTTCAACGCGCGCCATAATGCGAGCATACTGCGGATCGACGCCACCGGGAGCAATACCCACTTGATCAATATCCCAAAGCCAACGCCACGCTTGCGCAAACTGGCTTTGCGGATACGCGCGCACGTACCGATAGATCGGTGGTTCCATCATCATTGAAACGAACAGCGTATAAATATCGTACGATGTGTAGAAACCCAATGGGTTGAACATGATGTACGGCTGCAACAACTGAATACGATCGAGTACGCTCGTACCGAATTGGTAGTACAGTACACCATCCAATGTTCGTGCAACCTGCACAGGTGGCTCGTCAAACAGCCGCGCAATGTCCCACGTGTAGTTGTAGAATCGAATGCCGTGCCAGCAAATAGATGACTTGTCAAAGTCGGCAATTTTAAACACCACATCTTTCGGCGACTGCTGCTGTTGCCTTGCTGCAGGAGCAGCCGCCGCAGCAGCATCATCCGCGGCGCTAACGAACACATTCTTGGTCTTCATGTCCGCATGCACAAAGCCATACAGGGGCTGCTTCAAGATTCGTAGCGGAAGCAAAATCTGGTGCATCATGGTGTTTACTTCGTTCTCCGATAATTGGTCGTCCCGTCGTGTCAGGTGATCCGCCAAATCACCTTCAGTGGCCAACTCGACGATAGAGTACCCTGTACCCTTTGGAGCGCCAATTTCCACACGACAAATGAACGCATCATACTGATACACGTAATTTGGGACAGTGCGTCCCAGAATGGTGTTCAGAATCAGATGTAAATTGGTCTGATTCGCAAAGTTGTCCCCTCCCGCGGCAAGAATGACGTACTGCCCCGGTTGGTTCGCATCCGGGAACCGATTCGCCCGCGTGGCCTCGTTTACCAGTCCCATCGTTTCCTCGTTGTACTGCATCACGCGCAAGGTGATGTATGTTTTGATCTCCACATCGCGAATACCCTTTAGTACGAGTTCACGATACCGGCGACGAGGTTCTGCTGATGAGGACGACGACTCTGTCTCTGTTGTTGGAAGCAGTAAGTAGGCGACACCCACCTTGCCTGCCGCAAACGGCTCCTTTGCAACAGTGTACGCAAAATCTGTTCTATGATCGCGAATCCACTGTTGGCACAAGCACGGTGCGTCAATATACATCAACGAGTAAAAGTCGGACAAGAAGTCAACGTTCCAAGAATAATGCGGCCGAGCACCTTTTGCGGATGTTGTCGGCACCGCTGATGGTGCTAACATGAGCAATTGATCCATTTGAGCCCGGCGAGCAGCGTAGTGCCGATCAACAGCATCCTGCAGAGAGCGTTCGTCGGCCGTCGGCAACGCACACCACGGTGGTGTCGTCGTCACACTTGACACTGCGGACATACTTTTCCTTTGTATATATGCGACAGGGACGAATTTTTCACAGCAAGCCACACAGTGAACACTTTTTAGTAGTGCGCAAATAACTTCCTATCTTGGCAATGTATGCGGATATGCCGTCACAGATGATCCTTTGCATGTCATAAAAAGCATGAAACGTTGTCAGTACAGAGACATATATAATAATGCACATCCACATGTGCACAAACGAATCAACCTGAATCAAGCAACATACGTCGATGAAACCGCCCACTTACACGTTGCAGTTCAACCATCCCATCTTCGTCTTAGTCGCCAAAGGTGTATTTCACTTGACAGAAAAGCAAGTCTGGCTCATTGACCAGCCCACACGAGAGTTGTTGGTGCGATTTTGGGATCGTGAATTGACCGCGGATGAGATACAAACATTGAGCGATCGCATGAATGACATTCGACAGCAGAGCCAACTCTCTTGAATTAGACCAGTCGCTTCAGTAGGCGGCTTGATAGTTTAGAGGCAGAACGCCACGCACTAGGTGTGGAGGCCCGGGTTCGATACCCGGAATGGTTGCCTACTTTTTGTTTTCGTGACTACACAAAGACATTCACGCAGAGATATATGTGCTTATCACGTGTCAGGTACATTCGTAAATACAAACATGCTACTATACAAACGCGTTTTCCGGCAACGTGTGCTCAAATAGTTGCTCCAAATAGGCCACAATCTCCGGCCGTTGCTCCTCGCGCGCACACGCCAACGCGGTCTGGACACAACACACGCTATCCCAACCCAAACAATACTTTACCGTTTCAAGTCGGTTCGCCTTGATAGCCTCACAAACAACCGTCGTGCCGAGACGTCCTTGCAAAGAAACCATCTGTGTTTTTTCGCACAGAAACTGCAGCATCGCTGGGGTTGGCATCCGCGCCACTCTGCATACAACGGATGTACTTATACGTGTTGCCACAAGTTGCGGCTGCACTTGCAGAATCCTCTGTAAAACGCGAACGTTGCCACTACCGGCGACATGCTCAGCATAGTCATCGAGCCACTCAACCGGGGGTACAATCTCCCACTCATCGAGGCACAGATCCACAATATCTTCGCACCCCGCACTCACTGCAGTCCACAAAATATTCTGTTTGAAAGACTTACTCGTTTCTCGTCCTTCCAATGCGTCAAACAAAATCTCCGGGGACACTAGGCCTCTTTCAATTCCTCTTTCTAATCCTTGCTCTAGTGCTGCCAACGCAACAGTGTACGCGTGGGGTGCAAGGTATGCCTTCACTACTTGTAGCATGCTACGCCGATTACAGCAGACAATGTCCTTGACGATAGAATCCAACTTTGTCACCTTCAAATAACCGTCATTCATCTGCGCTATTTGCACTTGTTGCTCCAAGTAAGGCCATATGCGCGCCCACATCTGAACAAATATATCATCCTGATTACCCTCAATTGCACCTGCAAATACGCGTTCAATGAGAGGCGATTTCGGGCCACGTTGATCTGGCCGCAAGGAAAACGCCACGAGAATGTGATCATGTCCATTGTATGCAGCCTCGTACGAAATGAGATCCAACAACTCTTGCGTTCGTTCCGCCGAACACTCACTGTTACACGTGTGCGTGCCCATGGGTGAAGGAGCACGATTCATTCCAGCACACCCGTAACGCGCACACAGCGCCTCTACCAAGGCCAAATGGCCACCTTGCGTCGCATACTGCACCGCTGTCACCACTGACATCGGTAGCCACTCGCGCAAAACGAACCAAACCACGTCGGCATGGCCATGCAAAGCCGCCGTCGCCAACACGGCCACCTTGCTTGCACGCGACAACATTGTTTGTCGCCGGTGACACACCCATTCCAGCAAATCGGGATTCCTTGTCACGGCAATAGATGCTACGGATGTGTTGGCAACGCCTCCATCCTGCCACGCTCGACAGACCAAACGAATTAGCGGGCCATACTCCCAACAGTACAAGGACACAATGTGTCGCCAACAGTCACGGGTCAACACATCCATGACGTGTCTGTACGAAAATATCAGTAAATATACAACTCGAGTTTGGACCAAATATTAACATAGTATTTATATTTTCTCTCGGTGACGAACCTCTTGTGTGTACACACTGTGTACGTACAGGTATGACTGTTGCAACTGTGTACACTGTAGTTGCAATATCCACACTATAATGTCATGAGGGAGTACTGGGGGTGTACGTTGGCTCGAATTCTTTTATACTCGAGTGGGGTCTAAACTCGAGTCGTCTATATACAGTACATTAAGAAGGAAGTATACCACAAAGTACATTACTTAGACTATATACACACTCACTCTCTGTGTCTGTGGGTCAGTAGTGCAGCACGCGCACACACAAGTATGGACTATTTTGTAACAAGTGCCTATGAAAACTGGATTGAGCCAGCGGTCGTGTACATTTCTACTTCTTTGCAGGTGCCGCAATGGGCACGCGCATGGTTTGGTGGCGGTACACGGGATGACAGACAATATGTGTATCGACAGTGTGCGTATTGCGCGACGGGTGTGAACGTGCGATCTGACGAAAACTACAAAGGGCCCGTCATGTGCAGTTCACAGTGTCTCGCCAACTATCGCGCCGCACAGAAGCGCCGCCACGGGATATCGTCGTCACGGTGAAACCGTCATCCGGGAACTTCCCGTTACTGTGTGCGTATATATTGTAGATATAGTCTCAATACCACGTTTGTAAATATACCAGTATATATAAGATGTGTGCAGTGCATAGAAAAACATCACAATCGATTGGCCACGTGTAGAAATCGTCGTATTCAGCCTTTGTCGAATCTCCTTGGTTATATGAGTGACATGATGCAAAAATTGGAAGCTTTGTGGAAAGTCTGTGTTAATGTGGCTGCAGTCTTTGTGCTCACCATCACTCCATATTATGTGTGGAGCATGTTGAAGCAGGCACATCGCGTCATGTTGATGTGCCTCGCATATCTTGTCACGGTTGTATTTGCGTATTTCTCTCTCGTCGTCGAGGATGCAAATACATACGTAATCGCAATTTTAGGAACGTGTGGTCCTGTGCTCTACTACACCACAGCAATTCTTCTGTACAGACAACTTCTCTCATTGGGGCAAGCGTCACAACACCACGGCCGTTTGCATATTGATCAGACCTTATGCAGAGGATGGCTCATAGGATCTATTGTATCAGCGGGGATCATGACGCTTGTTTCTCAACACTTGTATCGCTCAATTTGGGTGGTATCACTGGTCATCTCAACATCTTTTCTGTAAGTCTAATGGATGTGTGCAACAAAGACAGTATAAAAACGCTCAATATACGGTGTGCATAAAATGGAACAGTATGTAGATACACAAGAACAATGACAGAGATTCCCACTATTATTATTGCACACGAATAACGTGGAGACTGCGTTCTAGTGACGTGACGTTTCCGCGTTGGCTATAAATACCAACTGCATCATCGTTGCCAACATGACATGGCAATTGTTTCCCGATCCATTCGAGGCACTGCTCGACTTGATCATGCTCCCAGTGATGCGGTAGAACGCTGGCAACATTTTTGGAATCATACGGACACATGCGTCCGTAACTCGTTCGATCTACATGACTCACAGTGACATCGTCGTCGTTACTACGGCCGCGGCGGCTCGTAGACGACGAGGAAGCCTTCGATTTGCTGCTCGCGGCGGCGGCCGCAGTGGGCACAGGTGGTAGAACAAATGCGTCGGAATTCTCCATAGCGGCGGCAAAATAGAGGTCACTCAATGTCGCTCGTGGATTCTGTTTCAGGGCGAACCACTCGCGCAACGGAAACGATGAAAACGTCATCGTACAGGTCATGAGAGCAGAATTTTGTCCCGTGTAATGCAGGTTGTACAACCGCCGCAAAATGTAGTAGATTGTTCGACATACGGTCTCGTGACCAGTCACCAACTCTACTTTCGAATACGTCATGAAAGACGTGGCAGGATTGGCAGCGTCCCACGAAACAATAATGTACTGGCGCGAGTCCACGCTGCTACTACTACTGCTTCCATTGTCCACATCCGTAGTGCTATCGCGATATGAGCCACGTACACGGCGCAAGATCTCCATGTATATACTACACAAATACTGTTTTCATGGAAACACCGGTATGAATTAGCCTTGCATGTTCTCGAGATACACAGTAAAGAAAGGGGGCTCTGTCGTGTCTTGGACAATTATATTTTCATCTCAGTCGGGGTCAACAATCAATTTTACAATGATCCATGCCGTGACAATGATCGAACCGATGAGTCCAATATTTAAAAAGGTTGACTTTATGTAGCGAAACAGTGATCCTACTTGCAGAAACAGACTAATAGACAGAATTGCAGTAATAATTGGCTTCCATGATGGGTCGTACATACCGAGCGCCATTGCCGCGAGAGCGAGGGTGAGCAGCGAGTAACTATTACGAATAGAATTGAGCGCAACATTCTCAATTGCCAACAATTGTTGTTGCAGTTTAGTTGTATCTGCTACTATTGCGACGCATCCATTATCCATTGCATGCACATACATACACAAAGAACGCGTTCTTACTACTATTACACCATGTTAGTCATCAATCGCACATATTCTACTCATTAATTAGCATATCCGCTTTGCCGACGCGTGATCGTGAGAAGTAACCGTAGATGTGTATATTCGCAACCTCGAGTCCTCCGTGTCGGCTCGAGTTTTTCTCCTCTTCTGTATATGCACCTACAGATCACCGCAAAGATCGTGCATATTTTCGAAAGAGTTCTGTCTGTGTGCTGCTGCTTTTGTAACAACGACGACGTGCACCATGCAAACGCTTTGTGTGGATGTGCAGCGGCACGTCCTTTCCCGTTACGCCGCAGGACTTCGACCGTTTGTGCAACTTGCATGCTCGCACTGGCGTGATCTTGTCGCAGGTGTTGTGCCTCGGGACGACGCGTTCTCGTGTGTTGACCTTGTTGCACATCGATGTAGGAACATATTCACCTGGGTGTGTTTACAACGGCGATCGCGATCGCGTCGATGGATGTATGAGAAACGTTGGTTGCTCCTTCTGGCCGCCGCCGTATCAGGCCACATTCGTATGGTTTATGATACAGTAGGTTTGTTTGTACCTACGCGCAGCGAGATTAACAAGCTTATGGCGGCGGCTGCGCGACATGGACACACTACCGTCGTGAAGTGGTACAGGGGTCAGTTTCCCTGGTATGAGTGTTCCACGGGTGACGCCATTGTACAGGCAGCACGCGGTGGCCATGTCGAACTGATGCGATGGTGTCATAAGCGACTCATAAAGAACGCGCCACCGCTTACGATCCACAATATCGTCAATCGAGTGATGGTGATGGCTGCCCGCGGCGGACACGCGGAGATTGTTCGTATTTGCCATACTGAATGGGGAGCCACCAATATATATACTACTCTGTTATACGCTGCACGGTCCGGAAATGAACGACTGGTACGACTCTGCAAGGATCGATGGGGTGAGACGGATGTGGGCATGGTAATGGTGCGAGCGGCCCGTGGGGGTCACGAACACATTGTGCGCTTGTGTTATGATGAGTATGCGGTGAGGTCAACGCTTACGGTAGATATGGCATTTGTCGCTGCGGCGCAGGGTGGTCATGAACCACTGGTTCGATTGTTTCACGATCGATATGGTGCAACGGACGTGAATCGCGCGATGGGTGCTGCCGCACGAGGCGGCCACGAACACATCGTTCGACTGTGCTACGAAGAGTGGGGCGCCAGGAAGAGAAAAGGGGTTACATTGTATAATCCCATATATCAAGCGGCCATCGGTGGACACGTGCATATTATTCGCCTGCTCTTGAAAGACGATGAGGATATACAACAGCACAGGGAGATGCTTATGCGTTCGGCGGCCCGCTATGGTCATAGGGACCTCCTTGAAGCGTGTTACCACGAATGGGGTGCTACGAACGTCAATGAAGCACTGGTACGTGCCGCAGTTGGAGGATTCGAGGGTATCATGCGCGTGTGCAAGGAACAATGGGGTGCGACGCATGTGAACGACGCCATGGTCAGCGCCGCAACGTACGGGCGCATGGCGTTGGTCCGTTTGTGCAAAGAAGAATGGGGGGCGGAGGCGGAGAATCCGTGCATGTGCCGCGCAGCGCGCCACGGCCATATCGATATCGTGAAACGTTGTCGGCTTGTTTGGCATGCGGCGGATATTGATGATGCAATGGTTGCAGCAGCGAGGGTGGGACATTTGCAGGTTGTACGATGGTGCAAAGAGACAGGTGGTGCGACGAGAGTTGCCTCTGCGCGGGAGGCTGCCCTGCACCACAATCACGACGCTATTGTCGCTCTGTGTGATATGTGGCTCCAGCAGCAGCACATGACTGTTGTTTAAACAAAAGGTTGATTGTATATGCATGATAGATGATTATCTACGATCCAATCCGGCAATGCATAATATCATATAAATTCAGTTTGTTTACACACTATGTACATTCATCATAATTGATTGATCCAGCGTTCATGCGTTGTTTCAGTGGGATATATAGCTTACTAATTCCGCCATATCAATATTCTCTTCAATATTCTTCAGCGTCTGCATCACGGTAAAATGATTGTTGGGAACGTTCTTGTCGGTTCGAATGCGTTGAATGCTGCACATGAGCGACGTAATAACATTGCTTGACGACGACGCTGAGGATGGGGCCGCCGCAAAGTGGGCAGCACATTCTACAATACATCCAAACGCAAACACGCCCATGTCAATCAAATGTTGCTGGATGCCGCGAAGCATGTCGTTTTGAACAAGGTCAAATTTGACAAGGGCATCCCCATACTGCACACCCTTGCACGCATTCTCCTGCGGGAGCTTATTGACCACCGTGTCCTTGTCCAAATTGCGGTCGTCACCAAAAAATAGGGCCGCATGCCACTGTCCCGTATTTTTGATGAATGCAATACGCAGCGCCAAGTCGAGCGTGTGTTCGGGCTTCCACTTGAATTGTGACCAATGTGTGCGACAACCGACAGGCTCCGCGACGGGTGTGAAGATCAAGCCGTCGTTGGCATGACCTAGTGCCTGCTGTTGTGTGATCGTGGACCATAACAGGGCCACCTGGGCGAGTGGGTACGCCTGCTTTGCACGCATCACGAGACCTGGTGTGTTCCATGCAGACAATGCAACTGTGGATGACATAGGTGACGGATTCTCAAAGCGGGATGCACCTGTACCAAAGCACGCCTCGATATAAGCCAACCGTTCAGTGTACGCACACTGCCGCACTTCGCGACCATAGTACGCAACGACGTCAAAAACGAGATATGTTCTCTGTGCGCGAATGTCGTCCCACACCAACTCACCGTCAAAAATGCTGCCGTCAAAGTAGCCATCGTCAAGGTGTCGCAAAGGTGATGATGGCAACGAAAGGAGGTTGTACTTGTGACATGCACGATCCATCATGACGGCAATGCGCTCGTGCGAAGAGGGATCGCGACATAGGACCAGCAAGTAACGCACGCCGTCTGACTTTTCCGTGACAACATACTCCTTCTGAAGAAGTCTCGGCAACTCATGGCGCGTAATGGAGATAGGATTCGGGCTCGGATTGTACGGCACCGTGGACTGTTTGAGTCCCCAGAATCGACGTACTGTGTCGTGTACCACCGCATCAATACTGGAGTCCCGCGCTAAACGATCTTCAGATGGTTTGAGCAAGTGATGATCGTCCTGCGATAAAGATGACGATGTCGTCGTCACATTAGCGCCGCTGCTGGTCCCATCATACGTCGGCGAACGGTTTCGCGCGAGAATAATGTCCACCTGTTCTTGTAACTTTCGACGTTTCGTTGCCTGTACCTCCGCCAAAGATACTACATGATGGTCTGGAAAAAAAGAACCACACACAAAAACAAAAAAGAGAATGGAGACTCAGAATACCAAGCACTTAGAAAGATGTCGTCTCCGCGGCGGGATAATCGCAACAATGAATAAATATCGGGGCGTACCTACATCCATCGCATCCTCCTGTGCTGTTGTTGTTGAATTGTTTAGATGATCTTCTTCGTCTTCGCGCTTACGCTTCACACCGCGAGACGGCGCTGCTAACAACTCGTTATCAACATCATCCTGCTCCATATATGACATCATCATAGCAGACTGTTGCAGCATGATTACACGCGTGCGTACACAGAGACTCACGGCCGAGAACGACTGTGCGCTATAGATGACCACACAAATACAGTTACAACGCTCAGTACTTCCTGCAGATGGTGGAAAAGCGACGTGTAAACAACCAACTCGAGATGTTTCGAAATCTGACAAAAATGACCATTATGTGTGCACGGACGATTGTTTAATCTCCACGACGAACATTGCGTTTCGTGTTCATATGTGTGTACGTGACTGTTTATCGAACCAACTTGTGTACGTACTACGAACAAACCAGGGCGAGTGTTTTTTATTATTTTTCCCGAATAACTCGAGAGTGTTAAGGTTGTTGTGGTACGTCGATCACAATATCATGGGAGTGATGACCTTCGCGCGATCCCCGTGGTGTGGATGGTGCAGATCGAGAGGTTGCGTTGGCCTCGGTCGTCGATGGTTCAACGTGTCGGTGTTGCACCGCCTTTGCAACGGCGACGTATGTGCGCATCTCTTCATCGTCCTCCTCCGTATCCATCTCTTCACCGAGCCAATGACCCATATTTACATTTAGACTCTTCATGATCGCAAATGCCACGACCATCATAATCAAAACCATCCAAATAGATCCCTCTTGAATGCTTAGGAACCGATCCATCAGCGCAACAATCGCTGCATCACACGCGTTTATCAGGCGCCATAACAGTACAGCGTAGCCCACTGCCTTGATAGAGCGGAAGAACTGGAATGCCATTGTTTGATTGATCTGGCGTGTACGATGTCTATATACCGAGTAGAAATGTTGGTTCTTCTAAGAGCATGCACCTTGTCGCCGCTCACATAAAGGAATTACATATGTGCAGACAGGGATATGTAGTACTACACAGTTCGGCGCCCTGGTACTGTGTACCGAGGGAACGTGTATGTATATATGTGCTGTCGTTGTATTCTAGTATACACAGAAAACGATAACTCGAGTTTTGGGTTTTGTAGTTAGTGTGTACCACACACCGCGGTTCTTGGTATATTATGCGTACAAGACGGCGTGGTGTAGTATTGCTTTCAGGACATAATTCGTCCATGTCGGATAAAGAAGAAGAAAAATCTTTCTGCACGAACAGTGTCGTGCTCCTGCACGGGTATAAACAGAATGCCGCCATCATCGAGCGGACATTTTCTGATAAGATTGTTCGTGGCGCCAAGCATCGATGGCCAACATCCTACATTATTCCGAATGGAATACCCCTCAGTGACCATAGTGTGTCGTTGTCATCATCGCCGGAAGCTCGCATGTGGTGGCCGATTGCGTCTCCAGAAACATTTGCGACCCCGCATCGCTACGAGGGTGTTGACGCGGCTGTAGCGCGCGCATGGAGTTGTATTACTGAACACATTGCGAAGTCATCGTCCCAGCAGCAGCACGTACATCATCTTACTCTCGTTGGATTTTCACAAGGTGCCGTGCTTGCCATGTTGATGACCATGTTAAAAGACCGCTGGCCCACACATGACGATGGTTCTCTCCGTGTCCACATTGACAGATTGGTTCTCATTGCGCCGTCTCCGATTATGGATTCCGTGTATCATCCCCATTTAGATGCACTCATCTCCGTCCCTACATTCATTATCCATGGCGAACGAGACCCCTTTGTTTCTGCCGACTCCGTTGCCCAGGTCGCCCGATATTTTGGAACCGCCGTCGTGTATGCACACGCACAAGGACACGTGATTCCTACAGGTGCACATGTTCGTGAGAAAATGCGTACTTTTCTCTCTGCTAGTGACATTAGTGTTGGTGACGTGTGAAAAAATGTACACACACAATGCGTATATATATATATGATGTGGTCCGATGCACACGCTGCATCTTTTCATTTATAGTGCGTATATTGCGGGTATCTCTATATCACACACACATAGTGCACTACTTTCAGCGTCCAATAAGAATTGTGGATAGTAACGACAATCCCAATGCTTGTGCTAATGTAAGACGGGGCACCTGATCGGGCCAGATAGATGGGAGTGATTGATTCCACAGGAACCACACGAGCACTGCTTTCAGTAATATCAATCCAACCGCCACAACGACAATCAGAACAAGTTTACGAATGACATCGCAAGTACTGACGTACGGAGACGACTTTGTTGTTACTACGGTAGAAGAGATACACCCATCATTGGTCTTGCGCAGCGAGTCCGACATGCCTACTTGTGTGAGTAATACCTCGTTTGTTTTATATACATACATGTAGAACGGATTTATGGACGACCACATTCTTTGAAGCGTTAATGTACATAATGACGTGTAAATGCATGTGTTCATGTGGCTTGACGACACGTACAAGCATTATTACTGCGGTGTGATCGATTCCTGGTGCACCAATTTGCTGGCGCGTTGGATGCCGTTCTCGTATGCACGCGTAAACTCCGCCTGGCGTTGCGCGAGGAATTCGCACAGTTCTGGACAATCCGCCATGAGATGCAAATGCGCGTCTGTCTTCTCAATGACATCTTGTCGACGTTGAATACGTTTTTGCATCAATGTAATAGCATTCAATAGACTTTCTAGACGCTTTTTGAGGTCGACAACTTTGTTCGACTGAGCGTGGAGCGATATCTCATACTGTTGCACCACATCGGTGACATATTTCACATCTGTGGAGTCGAACGCGTCCTTTTCTTTCAGTATCGCGTCGCGAAACGAGCGCAGTTTTTGAACTTTTGTGTTTAATTCATGAAGAATACTCTCCTCCTTGTCGATGGTGTCGCGCAAGGTTTTCGTATCGCTCTCTTGCGGTCCATGGCGCTCGGGTGCTTGTACGGGTACATGTACAGAGCCGCGTAATGGTAGCGCGCGACTATGGCTGTTGCCAGGATGGAATGGCGGTGTCGGTGGCACTGACGTACCGGCGCCATAGTTTGGCTGCCCGGCCTCTTCGTCAACTTCTTCGTCATCGTACGGTTCCTCATCATAACCATACTCCTCATCGTATTCGGGTAGTTCCTCAATAACACCAGACGGCGGGTTATTGCTCACAGAGGCTGTTGAAGCCTGTGCTGATGAGGACGGTGCTACTGAATTCGACATCTGCACGCGCCCCGGTTTCTCTACAGAAAGAAAAGAACGTACCTATCGCGTGTCTCTGCTGCGTTGTTTATACACGGCAAAGAATAGACATTCTCCGCAGCGCTCTCACACTCTTCGTTATATAGAATATCAAACTATATACACTTACGTGCATTTCATGTGTTGTATTCGTGTTCGTGTATATCGAGCGTCAGTCAGGCACGACACATGTGACGCTTATATGTGCCACGTCGGCATGGAAAAGAACGGATCGTAGTGTATTTGGACAGAGTAAATGTGTCGCATTTTTTTCTTTGATCGAACAATAACAACAACACCACACGAGTGAGTGTATGGTTGGTTGGTCGGCAAACATAATATCCGATCGTATATACGTATCCACCACAACTCCGCGAAAAGAAAGTAGTTTCGTTGCCGCCTGTACACATACATCATACACCATGAGCACGGACCAGCAACAACGTCCCAACTTGGAATGGTTCAAGCACTATTGGTATGTGTTCCACATGGCGGCCATCATGGCGCCTGCAGAACCTTCGGATGAAGATCGGGAATATTACCGTGTATTTTACAATGTGTTTGGACATTCGATTCCGTGTGAGACCGAGTGTCAACCGGACTACTTTCGCATCATCCACAGCGTATTCCCGTTTCGGTACGGCAACGCCGACGAGTTGTGGATGTGGTCGGTCGACGTTCACAACGAAGTGAACCGTAAACTTGGCAAGCGGCCCGTGTCGTATGATTTTGCACGACAAATGATTTTGGATCCACCGCAACAAAAACAGCCATCTGCATCAGGAGCACAACAATATGCAGAAAAAGATAACAACGACAGCAGTAGCCAAGCATCTTCCTCTGATGCGACATCGTCCACAACAAACAAGAAGAAGCCATCAATTCAACGATGGCTCTTTGCCGCGGTCGGTTTCATTGTTGTTGCCGTCATCGTCGCATTGATCGCACGACGTCAGTACCAACTCCACAAAAGTGGATCTGCAATTCGTACATAACATGTATGAGTAGTAAAGAGCGTGTGTTCATATATTTTTTTGTGTGCGTACGTACGTGCAACGTCTTCATCCACACTCCGTCGACACGTCAGTTTCCGTTTGAATGGCCGACCCATGGGTTTGGGGGATGCTGGCGTGGCCCGTCCAGATTGACATATTGCGCGCCGCGCTACTCTTTGGAACAGACACATCTCGCAGCAGCAGGAGTGGCATGTGTGTAGGGACCGCGATTGTAAGTATTCCGCTTGAACCTGATCCGTATGAAAAGGACCTGTTGATTCAGTTCTTTCACGCACTGGCAAAGGTGTACCCGTGTAAAACGTGCCGCGACTCGTACGGTCGATTTCTGCAGACGGAGCCGCCTGATAATGTCCCGAACCTATTCGTGTGGCTGTGGGAGTTGAAGAACAAGGTCAATCACAAACTCGGCCGCGACGGTCCAACGTTGCCGCTCCCCTTGGAAAAGTTTGACAAGCGGTTGCGCGCACTGTCATGTTTCAGCGCCGCGGATCAAGTGTGGGATTTGCTGTGCATTTTTGCACTCAATTACCCCGACAACAACAACAGCAGTACCATCAGTCCCGAGGTCATCGAGCAACGGAAGGCGTATTTCCAGATTTTGGCAGCGATGGCCACGTTCTTGGGAAAACTTCCTACGCACCGCTCCATGGCGCCATACATTGATCCGATGCAGTTGACAGCCAGAGATCTCAGTGGCCGCGCACCATTCGTTGAATGGATTGTTTCACAACGATGCCAGTGGGCCGCCATCACAGGAAGCGTGTGCTACGGGCTGGAGGAGACGTACAGTCGTTACGGCTCCAAGGGAGTCACTCACGCGGACGAAAGCGACGGGTACACATGTCCGAATCCGGCACTGCTTCCCTCGTCGTCAACATCAACGTAAAAGCATGCCATCATTGTTACCGTTATTGTGTATTGGTTTCTCGCGCTCTATGAATGAACAAACGGTGTTTATGATGACGATGCGCAACATACATGTATATACATATGTTCACTGCACCGTAACGCCTACATTCCGAAAAATGTCACGGATTTCTTGCAGTTGCTCCAACGGAGAGCGTCGTGATCGGTCTGCCGGGATAAGTTCCAGCATTCTGGGATCCGTAAACATTGCGCGAATAATAATGTACGCATTGTTCGCCGAGAGGCGGGCCGCATCCCACTGTTCGGCGTCGACTTCATCTCTTCCGACTTCAATCCAATCCTGCACATGGTCGATGGTAGATACCATCTTGTACTTGGCGTTGAACGCCTGGAGCAAATCGTCATTCTCGGCGTACATCATTGCCAGTTTTCCCAGCAACACGGTGTGTTCCACGACATCATTCGACTTGACGGTGCCGTCCATTTTTGTATATTGCAATACCGCTCTACGTGTGAAAGTCTGTATGTATATTGCGACCAACACGAGTAAACATGCAGTACTCACAGGGCGTTCTGTGCGGTTCAACTCTCGAGCCTGTATAATCTCGAGTATGTGCCACACGGCGAAATTCGCTGCAGGCCGAGCGTTCATCCCTGTTATTCTTGCTCGTTGTTTGTGTCCGTACATACACACACGGACATTTACCACCCCCATTCTTTTTTCTGGCAGCACACAACCAGCCGCGTGCGTAACTTGTCGATGATTCTCGGTGCCCACTATGTGTCCACGTGGGGAGGGGCCTTTACGATGGATACGAGTGACACTCTTATCGATCGCATACTGAACAGTACGGGTATGCGATGGATTTGTGTGAACGCAGTACATACACAAGCTTCTGTTGCGGACACAATTATCTCGGTTCCGTTTGGACCCGACGAACCAAGCCGACAGGATATTGAGCACGCTCTCATGTATGCGCAGACGCGCAAGTGTGGCCTTGCTTTGAGTTGTGTGCGTTTTCGCGGAATCTTGTCTTTTGATTTTTTCTGTTCAGAATTGATTCTTACAGTCCTTCTTTGGGGTTGTGTTGTACCCTAGAATTTGAACATCCGGGATGGTTCATCATGTGCGCTCGTTGGCACAAAATTTCAGTCGGAAGCGGAATGGGAGGCGTGGTTTGCCTCGTACACGCTATACGTGAAGCAGATTGCCCACATTGCAAAGGAGTGTGCGGTTGACATTCTTATTATTGGAAATGGACTTGATGGCACGGAGCATCGCGACGCGAACTGGCGCACCCTCATTGAGACAATCCGACAATGTTGTCCCGCAACAAAGCTTGTGTACGGCGCCTCTTTGGAGCACGCGCTTGCCTATGATGACATTCAGATGCGTCTGCAATTTTGTGCATGGCAGGTTGAAGCGCTGGACTACATTGGCGTCGATAAGTTCTTTCCGTTGCTATGGCATGAATCGCCGCCGCGGACGGATGATCTCGTGACAGAGTGGAAGATATTCGTGCATCTCCTCACAGAAGCGAATAAGCAGTACAAGAAGCAGATCTTAATTACGTCTGTTGGCTATGCAAGTCGGCGCGACGCGGCGCAGAATCCGCGTCACCCGACGGAAACGCTCGACGTTGCAGTGCAGAAGGAATGTTACGAGGCCGCGCTCAGCGTTCTCTCTTCTGCGAGTGCGCTCGCGGCTATTCGCCTGCAACCAAAATGGCTGGCCGGTATGTTTTGGTGGCGTTGGAGCACAAATTACCAGGACGAGGGCCTGCAAAATGAAGGGTTCACGCCCGCCGGCAAGCCTGCGTCAAAGGTTCTCTTGCACTACACGACGCAACTGGGGTTGAACACATAGTGTAATATTTGTTAGTATATATACAGCGGCAGTTATATGTTTTTACAGGTGCTTTTTCATGGATTCTGTTGTAGCCACGCGAGGCATAATTCACGAATGTCTTGCCATTGACACCCCGGTGTCGTGGAGAGTTCAAGCACGGCAGCGTGCATCTCTGGGCAGCGATACCGCTTTTGTTGCAAAAGCAACCGCACAACGTTTGTCCAGCCGTAGCGAGATGTAGCAGCCGTTCGCAGCGCCAATGGGATTGTTTTTTCTGGACGCGCAAGACCCCATTCAAGGCACTGCCGTATAATGGATGTCTCTCCATAGGGTGCCGCAACGTCGATAGCCTGATCTGTGAGCGTGAGGTCCTCTCGACAGGACGCGTGATTCTCGTACCAGTAGCGCAACTCGTCAAGTTCACCCTGGACAGCCGCGCGCAGAAAACACGAAGCGTACGATTGCAGACTGGTCAACGAAACGAGCAATTTGATCATAGGCAAGTTTCCACTCCCGCACGCATGATTCAGTGCTTCTTCTGCATGCAGAGCGCCCAATTCTTTACACAACACAATAACCGCGATATGGCCGCGCGAGGCAGCACGCTGCATAGCGTCTTCAAGATGCCATCGCAGGCTCACTGGGTCACCGCCAGGAAATGAACCCCACCAATTATAACACTGGCGTACAATATCAACATGACCACTTTCCGCGGCCATTACAAGAGCGTCGAGAAAGTCTCTTGCTCCCAAGCGTACGCACAGGTCAGCGATATCAGAATGCCCACCGTTTGCAGCGCAAGATAACGCATGATCAAGACATCGTCGTGTTTTCCATGTGTATTCGAATTGGGCTCGCGTGTAAAGATACTCGACGAGTTCAAAGTGTCCTGCCCGTGCTGCGTTACCCAATGTGTCGCGAAGGACTGCATCTGCAGTGTTAAGTTCCAAATGTGTTGACCGCGCTGAGAATTCATCTAGAGAGATAAATCCAAACACAGCACGTTCCCACTTCTCATCCAACAATGTTCTCCAGTTGTGCGTGGCAAACGATGCATACGCAATCTCAATATCCCATATCCAGCCTTTACGATCGCGGGCGTGATGTGTCGTCGTTTGCCCCTGCTGAGCCGCAGCAATGGCGGCATCATACTCCGCGAGCAAATATTGCACAACATGTAAATGTCCACGTCGCGAGGCATTGTTCAGGGCGCCCTTTAGATCTGTCGCTTCCCATACGGACAAACAATGCTTCACAAGGTCCAAATGACCATGCGCCGCTGCAGAGGTCAGGAGAAGATCCGCATCTTCCATCGACCAATGCGGGATCTTTCGGACGGAGCGCATAATCCATTCAAGTAAGTCGCGATGGTTGTTCTCGGCGAGTTCATACAGTACAAGTGCGTGACCACTTCTACATTCCAGAAATATCGTACGCGGATCTCGCTGGTAAACACTGGCGTGGTGCGACATGGCGCACCAGGCGCGGCAAACAGAGCGCCATGCGGGTTCGTACGGGCGACATAGAGTGACGAGAATAACATTGACTAACTCGAGTGGTAAAGACTCCATATCGCACCAACATATGTGTGTACGTGTTCCTAACTCAACGTATGTATATACAGAGAGTACTCACAGGAACTGCTGGTGGGCATGTGACATGTGCCTTCCACTATGTGTTGTCACTTCCACAATACCAGAAAAAAAAGAAAATTTACACAAATTAAAAATACAAAATACATTCAAACTCGAGTTATACATTCATGTCCGCCAATAGAGCACGGGCTAAACAATATCCATGTCCATACGCATGTTGTGTGTCATGCAACATGAGGTTCAATGATTCCTCGGTGGCAAGCATGGTGTGGTTTTCAATAAAGTTGTGCGGAACGTTCGGGTACTGTGACTGATAGTACGGCAGCGATTCCTGATGCGGGCCGTCTGTCTCACAGATCAGTAGGTGCTCTCCGTGTTCTAAGCGATCTAAAAGTTCCGCATACTGGCGCTGCCGACGTACAAGATCCGTGTAAACAGGCTCGTAAATGGCTTGTCGCGCTTGCACGTAATCCAATAATTGCGGTGGCGCGGTACTGTTCGCGGACGAAATAGTACGGTGGATCGCACCGAGACACGCATTCCGATGCTTCATACCGACAGGGTAGCGCACCGGGTCGGGATTATTCATGCCATGGTGGCGCCAGTTCCAGTAAGCAGGTGTTGGCATCTGTGTCAGTGGATCCACATGCTGCTCCGCCGGCCACGACCATACAATTTTGCGGTTCCAGCGTGTATAGGGAACACTGACCGCCGGCACAGAGGAATACAACTTGCTGAACTGCCAAATGTTTTCCATAATCTGTCCTGCGTCATTACGTAGTTCGTAGGGCCCGAGACTGCCATATCGACTCGACTTTGTGAGGACAACAACGGGACTGTAGCCATCGTACTGCGGGACAACTTGCTTGTTCCCTTGGTAGTGTACTCGACCAACGCGAATCGACATGTGTGAATACACCCACTCGAGTTGAATAAATAATAATGTGTCTATGTATATGTATGTATACTACACAACAGTCGGTCAGGTTGTGTAGGTAGTGGATGAGTGTACACAGTCAAAGTGTTCGTCAACACACTCGGTCAAGAAGATGTGTACACGACTGTACCGCGCTGGAAAAGTATGCTGCGGGAAATGTTTGTATACAATTGGCTTACAACTCGAGTGGTCTATTTGATCATGTACATATGAATTTCTTTTACAGGTTACGTAACAACAAAGCGGGTCTGTCTCTCACATATACAAGAGATTGAGAGTACGTGGTTCTCTGTGTCTCGCACAGTATACTTCTTTGTGTCTATAGGTGCACAGAGAGAGATCCACTTTCTTTTTTAGTAATAGAGCCCCTCTGTGTGCTGGTGTCTGCCTGTACGCAAGCAACATGTCGTTACAGCCACAACAGGATGTGTTTACGCAGATGCGACCTGTCATGGAGGAGATGATTCAAGTGTATCAGCGCGACCCGCACTCGTTAAGTGCCGAAGCCCTCTTGGCGTACATGTGTTTTGCTTGGGAGCAAAAGATTCGCGCTCCCGTCGAGCAGGTGCAACAGTCCGCGCAGTTTCAACAGGCAACGCCGGCGCAGCAACAGCAATGGATGAATTACTTGCGCGAGCAGATTGAGGCGGAGCGCCGTGATCGCAACTACAGTATTGCAGTGTGGCGGCACTTTGCGCAGGGCAACACGCCACAGGAGCGACAACGGCGACTCATTGACGCGCTCACGTTAGAGGCGCTTGCAATCGAGCAGGAGTACGTAGAACGACAGCGCGGAGTTCCGGAACCTATCATCGTGGACCGATCGCAGTTTTTCAAGTCGGGTGCATTTGACGAAGCGCGTGCGCGCCTATTCTCGTTGGTCATTCACCAGTACGACCCGGAGGGCAATGTTGTCGAGACGGCGTGGTGGAACATTAGTCCCGTGATCAATGACCCATCGTTTGTGTACTTTGATCGATCGCCCATCTCGCAGGCAGAGTGGGAGCGCGCGTGGCAATCACTGGCGCTCGACCCCGATGTCATCACCACGTTGGAGCAGACCGATATTTGCAGCGACTTGTGGGCAGCGTTCTTGAAACCACCCTATCCCCCGGTCCAGATCGAGGCCGCACCTCGCATGATTGCAGAAACTGTCACGGCCACGATACTGGGTCCTGTCGCCCCTCAGATCGAGGAACTCTCGCCTGAAAGAGTGACGCCGCCCGCGAAGCGCCCAAAGACAACTGTAGCGGTCGAGGAATTTTTGCAGCAGCAAGAACAACGCGATGTGGTGACGTTTGCCCAACAGTCGCAGTCGCAACCCGCATTGCCGCCACACATCCCACATACGGCACTGTCCGTACCGGAGCGGATCGAGGGCGAGCCCATTGAGTTGGAGCGATGTTACATTTGTCAGGAGGCATGTGTCCCGGAACACATTCAACTTCTTCTTGCAGAAGACCTCGAACAGTGGCTGCGCCGGCAAGATCAGGCCGGTGGTGTGCGCGACGAACAACTTTACATTGATGAGAACCACCAGGATCCTGATCGTTTGATCCACTTGTTGCAAGCGCGGGCGCGAGTCTCTGGAGACAACGCCCAACAGTACGTGCAAGCGTGGCTGAGTAAGGGGCTTACTAATTTTGTTAGTAGTCGCACGAACAACGCGGAGGTGATGCGGTACTTTCGAGTTCGTTGCTCCAATCAAGAGACGCCGCACAACATGCAAATGTGCCAGGCATGCTTGAACGAGTCCATCAAGCGCCCGTCGTTAAAACCCACGGGAGCGGGTGGTGCGAGCGAGAGTGCCATGGTGCGCGCGTTGCCCGTGCTGGAGTCGGAATCCATGCGAAACGTTCAGTTAACGGCGCCGTGTCCACTGGGATGCCCACGTGCCACGATTACCGAATTGTTCCCGTTCGATCCGGCAACGGGTACTTTGTATGGTAAGCCTGTGCAATGTGGCACCCAGGAGTGTTACAAGCCCTCCAAATGGGACGACGACCTTATTGGGCCTTACTGGTTGTACCTGGAGAATCTGTGCTTCTTCCGCTCGGGCTTTATCGACTCCTCCGCGGTCAACTTGTTCGTCGGTATTGTGAAGGGGTACGACACAGACCATTCCTCACGCGCGGGTACGGACGGCGAGGTGGCACCATTTGAGACGGTTGAGGATGCCCGATTCCCGAAGCGTATTGTCGTAGAGGTCATCTTCCCGGCACCCCCCAAAGATCAGTATGGCAATGACGTGGTGCGGTATGAGTCCGTGCCCATTCAAGATGTGTATCCTATCACCATTTTGCCAGGCATGACGCAGGGAGTCGCCGAGCGGCGCTACAACAGTTTGCAACAGGCTGTCGAGGCTGCGCAAAGGACAATGGCCGAATTGGCAGCAGCACCGCCGACCAATCTGGAGCGTATCCACGCGGACACAACGCTCCGGCGCTTGCAGCAGATGTTTGCTGAGGCCAAGGCGTCATTACCGCAACAAATTGAGAAACTGACAGAGTTGCTGGAAGAGAATCGTCGCATTGGCGGTTCGTCACTCCTGCTCAAGAAGCGTGGCATCCAGCCCAGCATACGGCGCGTGTCGCGCGAGTCGGCATGTGATATCTGTTGTGGTGTGTTGGACAGGCCCGAACTCGTGCGCGTTTACAGTGCAAACCAGGATGTGGCGAACCAGTGCAAAATTCAATTGGAGGCGGGTGGTACCGAGTTTCCCATTGCCGTCACAGAGGACTATGTTTACAAGAAGCAGACGCCGGAAGAGAAGCAAAGAACGCGCGCAAATGTCCTGTTCACGTTATTGGGCCTGCAATTCCCCCCTCAATTCAACCCGCACTTCAAAGGGCTGATCGACCAACATTTCCGCGACCCGTACCAACCTGCGCGTCCGGCACGCAATCCAGGGTACATCCTCGCTGCTGTCATCTTAATGGGACTGCAAGGTCTGGAACTGATGTTCCCCTACGAACAGTCTCTTCCCGAAGACGAGCGCATGTACGCATTTGTGCGCAACGTGTGGGATGAAGTATTCACGGCGGTGGAACCAAGTGCAGCATGGCCGGATCGTACCGGTGCGGTGCAGTGGGATGCGTTCACGGCATTTGCTGGTGGGGAGCCCAGTCGCATCGCACACGCATGGCGCGATTATTTCACCCGATACATATGGCAGGCGCCACGAACCGCAGATGCGCGGCTGGTCTACGCGGATCGCACACTGTATCCCTCGGAGAAGGCGGAAATTGCCAGTCGTAAGCGCAAGCGTGAAGCCATAACGACACCCACTGGTGGCGGCGCCGTTACGCCAACAACGCCCGAGTTTCGTGTACCGGCCCTTCCTGTCGTGCCGGCGGCACCCGCACTACAACCACGCCGCGCAGCGCCATTAGAGAGGCGCCCATCGGTACTTCCACCTGCAGCAGCACTCCCCACCCAACAACCAACAATGACCGCGGAGCAGTTTGGCATCCCTGTTATTCGGACGACGCCGAAGCCAGTGACAACGTCTCCTTTTGCTGCACTCGCGCCTCCAGCAATATCTCAGCAAATTGTTGCCACTGCGCCTCCAGTATCGGTAATTTCACCGTTTGCTGCGGCGGCAGCACCCGTCGTTTCTCGGCAGCCACCGCCGCCGCAACAACAGGTTGTGCCAGTTGCGGCTGCTCCTCCTCAGCAACAGTTACCGCCGTCACGGCGCGGTACTTTGGCACTCCCAGCGCCTCCGGTGGCTGCCGTCGTACCGAGCGTGAGTCCTCTTGCCGTAGTTCCGACAACCCGTGCCGGTGCAATTGTTCCGTCCACACCATCTCCTTTTGCGGCGGCTGCGGCACCGCTATCGCGAACACCCACGATGCCGGCGCTGATGCCACCGGCCGGTCCGACCGTATCTGCCCCTGGTGAAGTGGTGCTCCGTCGTCCTACCAGTCGCGGCACGTTAGTACCGCCTCAGCCACCACAATCCCCTTTTGCGGCCATTTCAGCGGCGGCACCTCCCGCCATGACAACTCCTGCGATTCCGTCCATGCTGGCACTCACTCCGCAACTACAAAGTACGGTCCCGGATTGGTACAATTGGTCCGTTCAATTAGCGACTGCCGTTGGCCGTCCGAATCCGCAATTCGCAGAGTATGCGTCGCAGTGGTTGCAATCGCGACTTGATCAGGTCTTGCAGTCGAACGTACAGCAATTGCAGTGGTCTCAAGTCCCAGCGCACATTCAAACGAACATTATTAACGCGTTCGGCACAGAGTTGCAAGAGCGAGGCATGTTGTGAGAAAAAAACTCATGCATTCAGTCCCCCCAATAAAAACACATGCTTCATTTGTCCGTCGAAACATAGTAAAGGCCAGTATACGTACAGACAAAGGAGCCACTCACACGCAGCATAACGTGACATACATATATGGCCGAGGGTACGAGTACGACCACAAAGGTCGCATTTGCAGTTCTTGCAGGAACGACCGCACTGGCGCTGTTGAGTAAACTGGGTGTCTCGGATGGCACACGATACACGCGCGACACAGTGCGACACGTACGGAATTACATCCAGACCAGTACGCAGTCGGCCGCCATTGCGAGACAGAGTACGAATCCGGTGATTGCGCTTATGCACACAAATTTTGCCATTGCGTACGCGTCGGCAGCGCGTGATTTGGTCATGTCCAAGCAAGACATCGCGCGCATGACCGGCGTGAAAATTGACGAATTGCTCCACATGCTCAAACGAGAACAAATGCAGTATCAGCGTGCCATCCATACACAATGTCCGGTATTGCAGCCTGATGGAGCCTACGCCGTTGCTACAGGATGGATTGGGCAGTCGTCCGCTTGATATGTACCATGCTCTGTAGTGTGAAATCCCTGTGTGTTCTTCTCTCATTTTGTGCGTAGAAGCGTGTGTATACATATAGAGTAAACCTTGTAATAAGAACTGTTGCTGTTGCGACACGATTCGAGTATCTTGTCCAGTAGTACTTTTTGTGGTTCGCGTGCGTGCGGCTCAGTACAGAGATGACATCTCTCAACGAGGATATTAGCGGGCAACTTAGTGATCAGGTCTGGATCGTCGATCCGTTTTCTGCAGAAAATGCTCCTTCGGTGCCGCCACAACGCCCGCGTCGAGTGTGGATCAAGAAATTTGGCACGCGGTGGCAGCACTTGTATAATGCATCCGCGCAGGCCGAGGACAGACTTGCCATTCGTCCATCGTGGACCAATACTCTGTTGACAGACACACAAGGAAGTGATAGCACCGGATCGCAACAGCAGCGCACAACGGTTCATATTTAATACAAATCACACAAATAGGCGGAGAATTCGTTCCTGACATGTCTATTTATCAAGTGCATCGTGTAATCTGCGACAAGCACATACATACATATAACGGCATGAAATACACACAAAAATATACAATCAAATTTATTTAGCAGCGCATGTTTTAACCTCCGCCTCGGCGAGAACGCAGTGTCCGATTGCTGCTGCCGCCGGTGCGTCGACTGCTGTCTGCACTGGCGTCAGTGTTCGTCGTCGTCGGTGCAACAGCATCCATTGGAGTATTCACCGACGAAGAAGAGGATGATGATGTTCGCACAGGTGCGGCATTGATATAGATTTGAAAACAATCATCCTGTACGGGAATGTACGATGACCAATTAATAATTTCAAAGAATGCATCGCTTCCATTAACATTTGTGGCCAAGATGCCCACTGTCCACAAGGACGGATCCTGCGGAATCTCATTCTCGTCCGCCAATTCGACCAGGTACGCCTCCAGGGGTTGCGTGGGCGAGATTTTTGAAGAAAGAATGATGTGGCGTCGAGCGGATCCTTCGTCGGCCGAGGAGTTCGGGTGTATGGTGAAAAAGACACGGGTTGACGACATAAGGGAATATGTGTGTAGATGGGGGTACTCTAGGTCAGTCTCTGTGAACTGACTCTTGTATCGGAAAGAAGATGGCCAAGGCAACTGAACACTCGAGGCTCTAAAATCTCGAGATATTTATTTACTGCATGGGCGCAAAGGGGGAGGGTTGCTGTTGCTGTTGATGAACAACGGGAAGTTGTTGCATCAGCGCTTGCGTTGACGTTGTGCGTTGTGGGGCGGATGGTGGTACGATGGCACTGATGATGCTGGCGCCCAACTGACCAATGAATGAGGCCAAATCGTGGACGGTAGGGAACGGACGATACATGATGCCGTGGGGTACGAGAACGTCGGATACACGTTCAAATTCGACCGCCTGCTGCTGCGACTCGTGGACGATTTCTCCAGTCTGGGGGTTGTGATGCGTGCCGCGCAAGCGATACTTGTACACGTTTGCTGCGCCGACGGGCTTGCCAATGGCGTAGCCCTGCATCAGTACCTGCTGCTTGCCGCTGCTCGGACGCTTCTGTTGCAACCACACCAATCCAGTGTCGCGACTCAAGTTCTCCCACGTGATGGCGCGCTCCAAATGCCAGTAGCGCTGATACATGCTGACGAGGTTGCTGTCGAAAATGTTGCCGCGTATGGCGTGTCGTCGCGCCTGCTCCGTTTCGGCAATGGCTCCCTGTTGACCCACGAGTGGTCCCTCCATGGGTTCCTCGTAGAACAAGTTGAAGAATCCCTTGGGTGACACGGTGAGCATCAGACCGTAGTGGCCCGCCTGCATCTCGTTGAGCATGGCCTGCAACAACAACAGGTGACCGACATACATGTACGGCGATGTGTGGCGGATTTGGTCACGTGGCACCGCGACGGGGCGCAAATGATCGGCCGGGGTGGCGCGACTCGCGTCCGGGCGACCGGGGTCAATGATGAGCGCCCACGCGCGATTCTGCTCGTCGAACCACGTGTCTGTGATTTGCACCTCGCGTCCCTCATAGATCTCGTGTGTTTTTGTACAAATGTAGTCCACAAATAGACTCTGCGCGAGGCGGTTGGGCCGGTTGTCGGGCGCCAGAACCGTGCGCGTCTCTGCTCCCATAATGACTTCATCCGCGTCAAAGGCGGGCAGTTGTGCGTCGCCCTTGAACGCCTGCTCGTTGGTGCGAAGTTGCAATAACATCGGTGCGGCCTCACCCTGTTTGACAGCCTCGGCGTGGCGCGCCAAATCCACCGTCTGTAAGAAACCCAGGAGTTCTTGTTCCGTGTCGTCGGTGATGGCAAAGTAAACGCGGAAGCCGAGCGCACGTCGGTTCGGCTGTGCAACGAGATTGAGGACGACCTCCTCGCTCACGACGGGTTGAACGGTCAATCCGCCCGCGACCACTTCCTCGTTCGTGTCCACGGAGCCGCACAACTTGTAGAAGGAGCGACCCGCATTGGCCAATGCTTGATTGCCACCGCGCGAGCGACGCCACGCTTCGAATTGCGCCGGGTCACTCGCCTCAATGATACGAATACCGTTGGCGTGACCGACGGGACCCTGCTTGCCCACGTAGCGCAACGCACCTCGGAACACGGTGCGCAGCATTTCGGAGACATCGAGTCGGTTCTGCACGGCCGCCTGATCCAATGCGCGCATAGCGGCCGCCGTGTCGTCGTTGGCGCGTGCCATGTTGACGATGAGACTCCATCCCTCCGCAAGATTCTCGCCCGTGTACTTGCGATCAAATCGTGACGTGGTCTGTTCGTAAATCTGCTGGAACAGCGCCCGTTGATCGTCTGTCGACATTGCGTTGACCCGCTGGGCGCCATAGAGGTGTGTCAAGACGGCGCGCACATCCTGAATGGACCAGAAGGGTTTTCCGACAATACGCTTGATCTCGTAAGGTTGATCGGCCCCGGCGTATCCGTACGGGTGGACCCATCCTTCCTGTTGTTGCACGTCCGGTGGCTGCAATCGCGCAGATTGCACGACCGCATTGTAGTTGTTCAGTGGGCCATTGTCCGCCACGCTGTGCGCTCGTTCGACAGCACTTGCGACATTCGCCGCCGGCGCGTGTGGCTCGGGTGCTGTGTAACCCGCATTTTCGTCGGCCTCCTGCTGTTGCTGCTGCGCTTCCTGTGGTGGAGTGGCGCGCGGTGTGGGTGGTGCGACGGGTGAGTAGGGCGCTCCCGCGGCGGGCGACGGTGGGACGGACGGGTAGTATGGTCCACCCGCAAGACCGGCACCCGAGGGCGTTGGCGGAGGCGACTCGACAACTTGCATCCGTTCGACGGGGCTGCCAGTAATGTCGGCTTCACCTTCGAGGCCAATCGGACCGAATGGCTTGATGATACTAAAGTCTGCCGGCACCTGATTCAATTCGGCATTTGTCACCGTGTCGGCTTTTCCTTGCATCACTCCTTGTAGCAAAGCACCCTGAAGTTGCTCCTCGGCATGCAGGGCTGTCTCGTCCACATTGCGCGCCGTCGCTACGGTCATATCGACATTGCTCTCAAAGGATTGCTCTGCAAGGGGTTCGACGATGCCCGCCAGGGCGGCCAATGCGTCGTTGTACTTCTGCGGCTCGGCGAGCACATCCTCGGAAGGGTAGGCCACTGGGTACTGTGCGTCGCCGTTTTGCACCAGGTAACTCACGTTCACGACGCGAGGATTGAGCCATCCAGGTAGGTCTGCGTCAACGTCAAGCAAAAAGTCATTCATCGCGTCTGCGGCAGCCTCGGGATCGTTTCGCAGGATGCGCTGAAATTGATCGGAGACGTTGTTGATCAGGCGACGAATGCCATTGTGCGAGACGGCGAGCAACTTGAGCGCCCCACCCACCGTGTTGCGATGGGCCAACTCTTGCAATTTCTGCTCCTTGTGCGGGCCCAAGATGCGCGTGCGGCGTCTACGAGCGGCCTCACCAACAACCCCGCGCGCATAGTCCTCCAGACCCTGCAAGTTCTCAAAGAACATGCGCGCCTCCAGGGGCAGCATGTCCAGTAGAACGTCCTGCACGTCTCGCGGCAACTGATGAAAGGCCGCCTGCATTTGCGTTGCGTCAGCCTCGAATTGGTCCAGTGCGGCGCGAGCGCGTTCTGCACGTTCGGGGGCCACGGCGGCCGCAGCGGCGCCCATGGGAGCAGCACCAACGACGGGGGCGGCGGCCCCTTTTCCACCACGGCGACGACGAGGTTGCGCGGCGACGAGTTCAGGTTGTTCTGCTTCTTGGGGTTTGCGTCGACGACGAGGCGCTCGCGCCTGTTCACCGCCCATTGCGGCCTCCAGTTCCACGGGAGACACCTCGCGCGCCAACCGAGCGGCCATTTCCCGCTCTTCGCGGGTTATTGCACCGCGACCGCGTGACTCTTCTGCGACGCGGGCCTCTTCGGCGGTTTGGTACTCGGACCAATGACCCTGCACGGCATCAATGCAACGTTGGTAGTAATTGGCAGAACGACCGGCGGTGGCTTCTACTTGTTGTCTCTGCTGGAAGAAGGAGACAATATCGTTTGAACGCACAGATCGCGGGGCCTCCATGATCTCTCACTTTTGCACACAACTGTTGTTTGTTTTTTGTTCGAACTTGCCGAATGTACACACACACAAAATACGAACAGTATACACGCGGTGTTGTTATATATGTAGGGTAGTAAAGTTTGTGCACACGAACCGTTTGCGCGCACACACCACCCAATATGTACAACCTTGTGCTGCCTTTATCCTTTTTAACACACGTTATTATTCTAAAAAGATTGTCCATACGTATATAAGACGGTCTTGCGCTCTCTATCGATCATTCTCGCTCGCTCGCGTTGTACATCATATTATGCCACACATGCGTATATACACACAGAGATATAGATATGCTTCATGTGTTGGTCCAAGTGAGGGATCCCTCTGATTGGAAAACTCACAAAACACACCTGGAAGCGCAACAACTTAAGGTGAACAACATTGATTGGCCGAGCCGCGTTCGCACGCTTTACGTGACCTCCATTGCACAGGTTCAATTTTTACAAGCACAAGAATGGATTGATTCGATTGCATGTGACGAATCATGGTTCATACCCGTAACATGTGAAGATGATCCGTCATCACGGACAATGACGGATGATGCACCAACTAAATCTCAGGAGGAATAAAGTGTGTACCATCTATCAAAATGTCTGATACATGGATCGTCGACCATACTTTGAGTACGCGTACGCTCCGCCCACAATCATGACAGTCATCATGCCAACAATGCCGACGAGGATGACTCCAATGATGGAACTTGGTACTGCTGCAGGAGAATCAAACAGTAGAAATGGTAACGCTTGTTGATTGAACTGAATCCAACAGGGCACGTTCTGGTGCCTTTCACGCCATGTGCGCGTGAACGCTTGAATTTCGGACACATTTGCCGCCGTCCAATCCGAAGAAGGCCATACTTGAACATACATGAGTATACTACTACTGCCGCTACTACTTGCATTACTGTTGGACGGCAATGCTGCAGTGATCACCGCGGGAATGACGGTTGTGACCTCCCAGTGGAATAGCCAACACACCGAGCCATACCCGACCGACGGTGTGCATGGCACATCATTCATCATCATCAATTGTGTCACCGTGCATGTACTTGCCGTAAATGCAGTGCGTGACGACGTTGTTGCGTACGTCTGGATCACACTCGCGGCATAACCAACGAGACCCGTTGATACGGTCCAAAAAATCACGAGTGCCACTGCACCAACGACAATAAGACTTCGCGACACACCCATGTGTAAAGAAAGTTACTTGTATATCGATCGTCGCAAGTCTCAGAGAAATGAGCGTATGTATATGTAGGTAGTGTGTACGTCCACAGACGCGAAAGTAAAATTCGTCGGAAAACGTATTATGCAAACTCAGTTACAACTCGAGTGGGTTCCATACGCAAGTATCCATGTAACCTGTGGTTCTTTTATTAATCCTCAATATGCCACTCTTCCTTGAACATGCGAACAACATGTACACGTTTGTGAAGCCTGGCAGAATGCAATGCATCACGCAGATCCGTTGCACCCCACGCCCTACATAAACGAATAACGTCGATGTGCCCATATTGGGCTGCAGTCACCAGTGCATCATTCCAGTCGTTAATTCCCCACTCCTTGCACAAATGCAACACATGTACATGACCTCGTTCCACCGCAAGCGACAAACATCCTCTTATGCTGGTAGCGCCCCATTCCTTCAGACAGCGGAGTACACGCTCATCCGCGACTCCAAATACAGCAGACTCAATCGCACCATTTAGTAAAAACATTCGTGCTTCTGTATCGACAAGCATTTCGCCGGGGTATGATTTCCAGATGAGCGGCCATAGGTGCTCCAACACATGCAAGTGACCACCGTGCGCGGCAGATCGCAGCGCCATACCAAAATCATCGGCGCCAAACTCCTCGTGAACAAAGCGAAGAGTCGCAAGTTGTCCGCCAAGCGCGGCAGCACGGAGCGCCACGTTCTTAATTGATAAAGGAACGTTTTCACCAACTAACCACTGACGTAGTAATGTATCGCGACCCTGACGCGCTGCATTCCTAACAAGTGGCTCCAAGATATCAATCTCCGCGACTGCCGGTGTTGCGGATCGCATACGCGCAACAAGGGCTTCCACAAGAGCGCTCCGACCGTACCACGCGGCAATCCCCAGGACAGTACTTGCTGTGTATTGCGTGTTGGTCCATTCTCGATCACACATATCAATAACAGACGCATGTCCGTACTTTGCAGCAGCACACATTAATGCGGTAACGCCATCGCTCCCGCGGCGCTGCAACAGGGCCTGCCCCTCTTCACGTCCATAGATCCACCGCAGCAGCCCAACGCCGCCATGTGCGGCTGCGCGCAAAACAATTCGGGACAGTGCATTCGGATGGACTTCCGGGCGTGGATCCGCTAGCACAACGTCCCGCCACCGCCAATTTGCGTGTATGACCATCGGGCGCATACATGGAGCATAATGATTTAGCAGGATATACAATATATCGTCCGACAAGGCCATCATTCCGCCAGTTCTTACGTCGGCCATCAATAATTTCAGGCACGAGTCCGTTGCCTTGTCTCCCGCACCAAGGAAGAGAAGTCAAAATAAATAATGGTGATGTATTATGTATCGTGTGAGCAAATGTGTAGTGTCCGGCCCGCCATACACCACAAATAGAAATGCCAGAGATTGTACATACTTACTCGAGTGATTGCATTAAAATGGGTACACAATAGCATCTGCCGGAATCTGACTCGGGTCAATGCGAAGTGCGTCAAAGAACTGAATGTTCTCAACGGGAACCGCATTATGACAGGTACTTCCTTTACGGAATGGGCCCACGGAAAATTCGTCTCGCCAACACTGATCCGCATTCACCGCGCGTGCTACTCTAGGACCTCTTCCCTTTGGTAACACACATGCATCGACTTGATCAAAGAGCGTCGCCTTCTGTGAGCCACACTGAACGACGTGATCAAAAAAGTCCATCATGCGTCCTGCTTTGCTAACTCCGACATGTTGTTGTTGTTGTTGCTCAACAATGTCGTATGTTGCAGGAAAGAATGTGAGTAACAGCACGCTCACGACACGTAATAGATCGTTATTCTTGTTGCTAATATCCCACGCTCGATCAACATCCAATGTTTCCGAACTGTACAACTCAATGTCACCAATCTTAATGCGCGACCTCCCAAAGTCGATCAGGCGCATCCACTTTCCGTACGTCGGCACCCTGTAGAACACATTATCGTGCTCATAATAGAGAACGTGATCTACAGGAACATCCTCGTACATCACATTCTGCCAGTGCAGATCATTGTGAACAAAATCCAGGAATCGCTGCGCACCGGCGAGTCCAAACACAATCTGCGCAAATACACTCATGGTTCGATCGGCGTCAAGTGACACAAACTTTTTCGATTCGAGTTGTTTCACTGCGGCCCTCTCACCCACCAACAGCCATCCCGACGTGGTGACCAGGTCCTTCAAACTGCCGTCCAACTTTTGTTCGATAATGATCTGCACGGGAATATTTTGGACGTCCGCACCAAAGATTCGTTCAATGTGCTTGTCAAAGAATCCGCGATCGAGCGCGCGGAACGTTCCGTACAAGAGTGGGAAGAAAGGACTGAGGCCGCTCTCGACCAGTTTCCCGCCCGCAAACGACACAACCGCATCAATGTACGAAGCGTTGTTAATTTGCTTAAAGGCAGGTTCGAGTATATCGCGTTGTATGCTTTGAGAGAGATGCGCCATGTCGACCGTCTGCCAATTTGTGTTTTCCGGTAGCCGTAGCGTCTTGATGATAAGCGTCGCCTGAGATTCAAGAAATGTCCCATGAAATGCCCGGTCCTGTAGCGACATCGCATTGTACTGCTGTTGCAATTGTTGCAATCGGTAAAATCCAACATACTGCAACCACCAAGAGATGATGTAGATCGGACTCTTTTTCAATACGGCGTGAATCGTTTGTGGTGCTGCCCCGCGGTGTGCAACCTCGACGTAGTGATACGACCGATTGGGAACAACGTCCACCGCATACACCGTTCCTTGTGCGGTACCTGACGAGATTTGTCGACTAATGTGCAGAATGTCGGTCGAGAGACCCGGTTCCACACGCAGCGGCACGAGTTGTTGCGCCGTTTCCGTGACGCGATTCGCTCCGCGGGGATCAAGATAGTCCTGTCGCACCTGTAGTTGCGGGAAGGCACGCTCCAGTGTCAAGTCCCGCACCAAATCATTGATGTGCTCGGACACAATATAGTCCATTGTCTGCGGTTGGCCAAGGGGTACCGCCCTCGATGGAACAGGCTCAGCGGCAGCGCCCAACGTTACCGTCGCCTCGACAGGCCATTGATGATCCAGTCGTGCCAACGACAACTCTGCGAGTGCTTGATCGAATCTCTCATTTAGAACAATCTGTTGATCCGGATGTGCGGCATAGTAGTCTTCGATGCGTTGCCTGGATTCATTTTCTTGTTGACTCATTGGGTTTGAACGCGTTGAAGTGACCGATCCCATACTACTACTGCTGCTACGTGTTGTACCTGGGGCTGGGGGTCCTGTTGGTGCCGCCGGAGAATACATGTAATAGTTGTCTCAAAAAAGCAAACGCCCCCTTTGATACTATATACCACGAGAGTATATTTGTAGATGTAGTACAGCACTTGAGCACTTGGTTCAATATCCGTGTAACAAGTGCGTGTGCACGACGTGCAAATAGATTTATTTAGGAACCCGTACTACATGTGTGTTTGCCGTACAAAAACAGAACCGTGACTAAGAAAGCAAAAGGAGGCTGATCAATTCGGTACGGTGCTGTGTCAACTGTACCATATTGTATTTTAATGGCAGCATCACCACCGCCACCAACATGGCTGGTCCTTGCGATCGGTATTTTCGTCGTGTGGTTTATTTCACGGGTCGTGCAACGATGGCTACAACTGCACTCGTTCGTGTCCAATCCCCGCGTCCTCATTCTGTTCTCCGGCGGTCAAGACAGTGCGGCTGCATTGTACAAAGTACTCGCGGAAACAGACTTAACGGTGCACGCACACCATATTATCCTGGTCGACAGTCAGAATCGGTGGTACCCCGAACTCATGGCATGCCGGCGAATTGTTCGATGGCTGCAATTACATGTTCGACCGTTTCTCTATACAGAGAACATCTATACCAACACGACATTCGTTCCGAACAATATGGAGATACAACGATTCGTGGCAGGGGAACTCTCAAAAATAGCCATCACCGAGCACGACCCCTACCGGTTCATTGTTTCAGGCCGCAACGCGACTGACAACAGTGGTCCTGAGTTCGAGCGACGCAGTCGGCGCGCACACGCCATTTATGATGCGATGCTGCGCGACGTACCGTTCTATTTGCGTGCAAAGTTTTGGTTCCCTGTGGGCGAGATGCGAAAAGAGCAGGTGCAGACGTTTTTACGCACCGAAGCACCGGCCGTTTACGCCCTAACATGGTCATGCCGCACGCCCATCTTTGACAACTCTACATCGTATCGACCATGTGGACGGTGCAAGACGTGTGTCGAACTACTCAGTCCGGAGGAACGCACAACGGTACTCAATGAATATCGGCAGCATCACAAGTACGCAGTAAACGCGGCCTTTATTGACCAATTTGTCGACACCAAACAGAAAGATAGATAGATACATTCTCCTCTCCTGTACAAGTACATCCACGTGTTGTTGTGCTAGTCCGGATGTGCGTCGTGTGATATACATCATGGGTTTTTTTATTGTTCTCGTTCGTTCAAGTACCGTATTAGAGTGTCCGTAATGACGCGACTCTCAGTCGCCGGCACAGTGTCGTTGGTCACATGCAAATCAATACCCATATTAACCTCCAGTTCATGTATCTTCGCACCGACGGAGCGCCACGAACGAGTAATATCGACAGACAAGAAATCGACAGCAGCCACGCGTAGTCCCGAAAAACACGCCACCGCTGCACAAAACAACGAGATATTGTCCGAATGCACGTTGGCCAGCGCAACATGGCGCGTATCTCCACCCTTGGAATTATTGCTAACGCGTTGCAACAGCACCGGACGGTCCCGAGGGGGAATGAGGCGCATCAAATTATTGGCGGATGACGATTCAAACCCCTGCCAATGTAACGTGGCCGGGTCGACGCGTAGTGGAACACCCGTGCTCGTAGTAATCGTGTTATCATTGTCATTGACCCTACTACGACGACACGACGATAATACGGCACCATTCGCGCGATCCACTAAGGCCGCGATACTACTCACACCATCACCAATGACTTGTGCTGGGTAACGGGCAACGACGGACATGACCTGCCCACATGCAACCAGAACACGATATGAAACACCAGGCACATACTCTTCTACTAACCATATCTCATTTCTGTCGTTACCATCTTTGCAACCGTAGCGATGTTGTGCCGCCGTCTCCCGGCAGAGAATATGTGCAATCGCTTGCGCCGACACCACACCGACATGCACTCTCCTGCCTTGATAGCCATGACACGGTTTCAACACCACCGGAAAGGACATAGATGACGGAAGGACAGACGTGATCCACTGCTCTGTTATGACCTGGTCTCGTTCGCGGCCGTTGCAGCACACTGGCACAGCAATTCGCACACACTGTGGCACGGCAGCCGCAAGGCCATGCTCCGATATGCACTGTAGCGTAGCATACTTGTCGCGAATCACACGATGCGTGTCATCAGAAGCCCAACTAAAGTGCGGCCAAACGCCGTTTCTAAAACGAACATCCAGTCGCCGGGGTCGACCCGATCGTAATGCCGGCGCTAGTAGAGACACTGTCATGATTCGATCTCTGCCTACAGCATCACCAGAATAGTGCTCCTGCAGTTGCAAGCGCCCCTGAGAAAGCCGCACCGCATTGCGCAACGTCCACGCGACATTCATTTTCGTGCCGGACCTCATCATTGCGAGGTTTAGCCGCCGAATAGACAACTCGAGTTGAGTCCATACAGGTGCTATAAGATATCCTGGAACCACTGTGATATTATCATGTTGAGTGTAACGTACACCATAGTACCGACGGCGGTGTACACTCTGTAACACAATAAAACCGAGCAGAACAAGGACCCCCACGACAACAATACTAGACGGTATCATCACGTGGTTTTCCGATTTGCAATACAACAACTCGAGTTTTCTTAAAATAATAAATATTTATTCGAGAGACATACTCATGTTCAACTTACAAGTGTTGTCACGGAAGGATCATACATGTATGTATCTCCACCTCGCATCATCCACCACCACTTAGTATACATACATGGTCAGTCACCCATATGAAGTGAAGTATACTATATTTATTTCTTTCGAGTATGTTTACAACTCGAGTTGTCTATTGCCTGTGTCACTTGAGTCCTTCATCATATGTATGGAGTGGAGTCCGACCTCATACAATCGTTTGTTACCTTATCATCTCGAGTGGTCCAAAACTCGAGTTGTGCGTGGTCTGTGCCACGTACATCGCAACGAAATTCACTTTGCGTGAGCGCAACCAAGTACAACACACGAATCTCTACGCGCGCGCACATACCGACACAAAACTGTGTTGATTCTCGTTGCCGTCCATCCCTTTTGTATATATAATATATTATGCAACACTTTATGATGAGTGCATGCTCTCCGCCTGTGATGATGGAAACAACGTATATATTGCCAACCACCGCACCTGACAGCATATTGCCTGTTTCATCACCACCGGAGGTGGCTGCTGCCACTGACGACACGGACGCGATGGACGTGGTGACGCCCTCTCTTTCGAGCACCTGTCCTCATTCGTCGTGCTACAGTACTAGTAGTATTAATTACTTTATGTCCGGTAGTAGTACAACAACTGCGCAAAATGACCTGACGGGTAGTGCTGTATCATCGTCGTCGATGTCAGTCGCCACACTACCTTTCCGTGAGCGTTACGTGGTGCTGGATTTGGACGAGACGTTGGTGTCGAGTAAACATGATTGTCAGCGCTCCGGATGTGATCACATTGATCTTTGTGTTCCTACTTTTCCCGGGGAGAGGCATATTTTTTTGCATTGGCGCCCGCATGCGCTGGCATTTTTGCGCTGCTGTGTCATGAGTGGTCTTAAACTGGTCGTTTTCTCGGCTGGCGGCCGCGCGTACGTCATGGCTGTCTGTCGCGTGCTCGCCCGATTAATCGGGTCGTCCTTTTGTGCAATCTGGACGGCGGAAAACTTGGACATTGCAACGACAGGTTCGTTCAAGACGAAAAATCTGGACCGTCTATTGCTACATCTCGACGCGCGACACGAGGACGTATGGGTCCTGGACGATGCGCATCACAACTACTTGCAGGCGTCGGACGCGGCGCGTTGTTTGCGCTTGCCTCCGTGGGATATCGACGTTGTGGATCGCATTCGTTCATTTGCGTTGTCGGTTGGAGATTTTCATAACGATGACGACCGGTGGTTATGGTGGGCGTGGCTGCGCATGGTACTGGACTGGCAATTGTCGACACCGGCTCTGTGGGAGCCCTACCTGCCGGAAGTGTTTGGTGGTTCTGAAGAAGTGATTCAGAAGTGGCGCCGTCGTGCAGCCCAACCCTTGCGGTCGTTACTCATGTGGAATGATAACACTGCACAGCACGACAGAATTGTCGTGCAGGAGAAGGGTTCATGCCATAACAGTAGTGCGGCTGCAGGTGCCTTTCAATTTGTAACAAATGATGGCGACGAACATGCGGTCGATGATGACGATGAGGAGCATAATGATGGGGCTAGTAGCAGTGATGACGACTCGGTGGGTGGTGACGAGATGAAAGAGGAAGAAGATACTGTTTCTGACGGGGACTCTGTCCCCTATCGTAAACGTCCGCGTCCGTATGATGATGACGACAATTCAGTCTTGCTTGCGGATAAGAATCCACACGTGCGCATGTACCGCCACTCTGGAGGCGTTGTAATATACAATCCCGATGAGGAGTGAGATTGATTATTTTGTTCTTTTATGTGTGTGTCTTTGCTCTCCCTGTGTGTTCACGTACACTACAATGTTGCGAGCAATACATACATGCATGTTATATATAGACATTCTCACCAGATAAAGAGTGATGAAGCACAAAGCGAGCAAGTTTTTATTTTGTCATGAAACTGGCCAAAGTTTTTTGCCGTGCGTCGGGCATGTTCTTTTTGCCCTTGGTGCCCAGGCCACTCATACCGGCCGGGGGCGGTTGGGAGTGATCACGGAGACGGAGTTCACATTTGCGGGTCAGACCCTCCAAGACAATAGTGTTGCTGTCTGTTTTCGTGTCGCACTTTTGTTTCACATTGCGCGCGGATACTACGTCGTCATCACCGTCATGTGCGGCGGCTACCACGTCATCATCTGCTACTGTTGCTGTCGTCGGCACAATAATAGGAGTGATCTCATCGCGCTTTCGCTTCCTCTGCGAGTTGGCACTGGTGCTGCTGCTGCTAAAAAGACTATCTGGCCCAAATGCATTGTCATCATCGTCGTCATCGTTCTCAGCATCTTCAAACATGCGTTGGCAAATATCATTTTGCCTGTGCACGTCGTCGCCATTACTGTCGTCGTCATCATCTGCATCCGTGCGCGCGACAAAGAATGCGCTCAGTTGCCGCTGTCCAGTGTTACGATTGTGCAGCGCACAAATAGCGTCGTCAATAATCTTGCGACCATTTTCAAAGCAAATGTTGAGAATATGCTCGAATGGTGTCTCGCACAGGTGCAAGTAGTGTTCGCGATCGACCTTGAATTGCTCCGGGTGTCTCTTGACCCACGCGGGATCGTCGGCGCGCTCGCTTACAAGTCGCGGCTGAACGCGGAGCGATGTGTCGAGCACAAAGACAAATGGCGCGCGCATGCCTGGCTCGTATTCGGAGCCCGGCTCGCGACGCTTGCGCTTTTCGTTCGCAACGACCTGTGGTGGCAATGTGTCGTTCTTGTACTCCTTCTTGATTTCGTTTGTCACCACATAGTCTTCCAGCGGCAACTTGTCGTCGACAATACTGTGCAAAAAGTCCATGATGAGCTTGGCCGCGCCGGCCACGTCGCGCTTCTCTAAAAGGAGCGACCACACGGCCTTGAACGTACGCCGCAGCGCGGGAAACTTGTCACGACGCTTGTTGGCGACGCCCTTCGAGTCGACCTTGTCGGGCTTGCCCGTCTTCTTGTAGCCCTCGTAGGTCCACATCAGACCTGCGTAGTGCTTCTTCTGTTGCAAAAAGTAGGGCCAGTACATCTTCTCAAAGGCCAACTCGACTGCCGAGGCCCAGGCCTCCGGGAGCGAGCGAAAGTAGTCCGTGACGCGCTTCGCCATTTGGACCCCCAGTTCCATCACCATGGCAATGTTCTCCTCACAGGGCACCACCTTTGTGAGCAGAATCATCACACTGTCCGTATCGCCGTAGATCACACGCGCGCCATACTCGGCATACTCGCGCTCGATCAGATCGCGCGTCGTGAGGATCATGTCGCGACCCGTGCGTGTGACGGACTCGGCAATCGGCACGCACGACAACTTGCCCGTGCGAGCACCAAACACACCGTACAACGAGTTCATTGTGATTTTGATGGCGTTCTGACGCGCATCGAGCACCATGTACTCGGGACTGTCCTTGGGCCACTTGGCCATTTCGGCCTTGACTTGCTTGCGCTTGATCTTGAGGTTCTCCAGAATCTGCGGCACAATACCCTGCCAGAATTGTGCAAAGTGGTGCGTTGTGACGCCGTCGCCGGACGGTATCTTGTCCAAGGGAACATTCGCGGCAACGAGACGCGCCACGTCATAGAGGTCGCGCACCAAGGTCGAATAGCAGAGGTTCTTGCGCTGCATAATCGACGGGTACAGCGAGGCAAAGTCCAACACCAATAGAAACATCATGAAGAACCCAATGATTGGGTCAAACACCTTGGCACCCTGGTAGCCGACATCGTCGCCACGCGCACGTCCACCGCCACCACTGTTCGCCGATTTCTTCTTTTTCTTGGCAATGCCCTCGTCATCACTGTCATCATCGTCGTCGTCGCGAGGGACAAACTCCTTTTTGGGTGTATTCATGACGCAGGACTGTGCGTGGGCAAAAATGACAATCTGATTCCAGGACTTGACGGTTTGGCCCGACGTCATCAACTGATCAATGGTGGTGTTGGTGATGCGACTCATCTCCACCAAATCCGTAATAATCTGCAACTTGCGCACCAATAGCAATGGGAGGTCGCAATCGCGTGCGCAATACTCGACAATCTTGCTTCGTGTGGCGGGTCCGTTGCGATGATTGGCAAAGATCTCGGCGGGTGTCATGTCAATCTTGTTCATGCCCAGAAAGTGGTTTGCCACATAGTCCAACTTGTAGTACTCTAGATCCTTGTACTTGTTCTTCACATACGGCAGCAAGTCAACCGACACGACACCCGGAATGGTGAACAATGAGTAGTCGTTATCTCCCATTGCTGCAGTTGACAGGGAAGACTGGAAGAGGGGTGTCACAAGGTAGTCAATGGGACTCATGCGGAAGAAGCGACTATGGGGCACCATCGTGCCAATCGCGTTGCGCCAAAACGATAGACCGTGGTACTCGTTGCGCTTGATTCCCTTGCCACCACCTCCAAAGGTCGTGTTATCGCGAGGGTTGGACCGCGTCACACGGTTCCCCTTGAAGTTGTCGTCGAAGCGAAAGATGTTGTACCCGATGCGCACATGCCAACCCACATGTAGGACAACAAAATCGCGCCACGCCTCCAAGCAGGCCGCTTCCGTATCATAACAAGACAAGTGAACCTGCGAGCCATCCTCATACGGAGGTGGTTGGTCACACGCACCGACGTAGTGGCAGAAGCGTTGCACTTTCCAGTCTCCGAACCGTGTTACGGACGTGTTGATGCAGATCATTTCGTCGTGTGGCCGCGTGGGGTCTGGAAAGGAGCCGTCTTCGCTCACGCACTCAATATCAAAAGATGCAGTGGTCAGAGGTGGAATCGTATCCTTGGTGGGTGCGCCGCGCAAATCGGAGACGTCACACTCAATCTCTAATTCACTGTGCGTGTGATACTCGGAGGGCAGCCAACACCGATCGACGCGAATCCACCCGGCAGGAACGACACCCACCGTCTCCAGAAACTTGTTCTCAGGCTCGACGGTGCGCGCCTCGTAGACAAAGATCCGATCGCGCGCACCCGGCAAATGGTACAGACACCATGGCAACTTGCGCGCCGCCTGCTCCATGGTGTCAATATCAGGGAAAGAGACACGCACGCAGTTAAATTTTTTGGGCATGCGAGGGTCCTTGTCGTCGGGCTTGAACTCGTAGTAGTGCGACATCCACTGCTGCTGCCAACGCACCATCCCCGCCGAAAGATTGAGGCGCTTCTCTATCGTACTCACCATCACGTCAAAGTGCGAACTGACCCAAAAGTCAGGACACTCGACAAAGAAATAGGGTCGGAACTTTTTGACCTTGACCGACACACTGGTGCCGTCGCCCATACAGCACTGCAAGATGGCCGTCGTGCCCTCGACGTGCGTACTAAGCATGGTCTGACGCGACGGATCCATAGCCGCAGATGCGTCGTACGCGGCGGGAGCGCCTTTTGCGGCCAATAATGACGATTCGGTAGGAACAGAGGCATCCATCAAATCATCCACCGCATCACTTGTGGGTGGTGCTATGATACCACCATCATTGTTGGCGCAGTAGTTTCTGTAGTCGTAATATTTGGAGCCGCGGTTGGCCGGTATGTGGTCCACGAGCAAAACATCAATCACGAACAGTTCGAGTGGCAGTGCAACCTGCGAGACCGTTTTGCGATACCCATATTCGGTTGATACAACTTTGGTGCGTGCGCCACATTCCAAAAGAGTTTGTGGGGGCACACTTGCCATGTCCTCGTTCTCTCTCTGTGTGCGTAGTGAAGGTACGAATAAACCAACCTAGAGCGAATATAGAGAGATACAAATGGGCGTACGCATTGTTGACCATAGTGCAAGTACGAAGTTCATGTGAACCAGCGTTTCAGGTCACATATGTTCGGACAACTCGAGTTTGTCAGGCATAACAAAAGAGGGCAGACACACGTAAGTACATTGAAGAAAAGATGTGTAAAAATTTATTGAAGCATGAGCGATTCGTGCAGCCTCTTACTGCGCCAGGAAGGGATTGGGCGCGACCGTGCCGCGAGCGCTTCCCTTGTACTGCTGAGGCAAGTACTGGTTCGATTTTTGCGCCTCAAACTGCTCCGAGATTTGGCGACCCTGGGCCTTGCTGACAGGAGCACGCTGATATCTTCCGTCAGGACCAACGACACCGCGCGGGGCCTGGAAGAGAGCGAAGCCTCCCTTACCCTGGCGACCAGGAATATTTGACGGTACTTGGAATTGAGGAGGAGCGCGGTTGGGGTCCGTGGACCAGGTGGTGTAGGTGGCACTGAGTGCGTTGGCGCTGACGTTGGGATTGTTGATGTCGGCAGCAATCTCATTGAGCGCAGGGCCCAAACCAACATCACCTCCGCGCGCGGTTCCAGGTCCATAGACGGCGCGACCAGGGTCGGTGACTTCCGCCTTGTTGCCGGCACAGTACCAGGTGGGGGCGCCGATACTACGATCGGTACCGGCACGTGAGCCGACAGCCCGCTTGGCGCTCTTGGTACGGTGCTCGCGCTTGGCCTTATACATGCGCAACTGGAACTGGTCGTGACCGTTACCTCCCATACCGGGGCCGGAGCCGTAAATGTTACAGTCACCAGCATTGGGATCAGTGACGGGTCCCTGGACGGCCACACCAGTCATCGAACGCAGAGGATGTGAGGTCAAACCGGCGCGTTGCTTGGAGGACTTGAGTCCCTGCGACCAACCATACTTACCAGCCACAGATCCGCTCGATTCAAAGTCAGTGACCAAATCGGCGGGGTTGACAGGCTGACCAGTGCGCTTGTCAATGATGTGACCCGCACCAGAGTGGTTGCGGAACGCACTGGCGGACGCAAACTTACCCACCGCTTGCTGATCGGGGTTCTTCAAATTGTCGTCATAGTAGGCCCTCACCGCAGTATCGTCGAAATTCTCAAAATTCTGAGGAGTGATGCCGATTTGCTGGAAAACGGGCGCCAAACCGTAGCGGAAGCCCTGCACAATCAACTTTTGGATTTGCTCAATGGGCAACGCGGTGGCGCCGTTGAGGACAGACTTGATGACGCGGCGGTACTCAGGACCACCCACGCGAATGAAGGCGCCTCGGCGATCATGACGCAAGCCGGCGCCCGCACCATACGTCACAGCGGGGTTGCGCACAAACGCAAGACCCAACGGCGACCCAGACGCAATTTGCGCGGCTGAGCCGGGCACGTAGGTGAGACCGCTGTTGGGATCCACCGTGATGCGTGCATCGCTGTCCGCCTCAAATGCAACGGGGCTACCGTTTTCTTGGCCTTGTGAACGGAGTTGGTTCAAGATGTTCGCCCACTCTGGGGTGATGGCGACCTGCGCCTTGTGGTTGAACAAGCCTTGCTGAACGTTTGCCTCGGTTCCAGCACCAATATACTGTCCTCGACGATCCTCAGGAACGAGCACGGAACGATAGACCTGCTCTCCCAATGTCGGGATTTGGCGTGCTGCGCCTCGTGCGGCGGCGGTTCTCTTAGCGGTGGCCATTTGTTTGCGTAAAAGTAGTTATGATATCAATGTATCACACTCAGAAAGAAACAAGTGTTGTTGAGGTTCACAAAGGAAACAGTCAACAACCGGTTTGATATAGTACCGACACAAATAATAATTTGTTCGTCGGTCGAATAATGATGTCGCGCAAAAAATGGGTGGGACAAAAATTGAATTTTTTTGTCAACACACACAAACTTGCGCCTTTACCATGACATACATTAAAAAAATACTCGCAATACCGCAAAAATGTACATTCTGTATATAAGCCGCCACTATGGGTCCACTTTGTCCGATGTAGTTACACCGCGTACTTCACAATAACACGTTATCACAAATAACACAATACATACGGCGATGCTTGTACAACAAATGGCGGGAAATTCATTTCACATTGAAACAGTAGTATCACCGGCGCTCTTTTGTTTGGTTTTTCAGTGTCGTCGGTGAGGAAGACGATGTGGTATCGGTCGTAGACGATGATTGCTGTTGTTGTTGTTTGAGTGCATCCAACAAAAACGTATCCACCGGATATGCATACTCTTGTGCAATTTGGGGTTCCTCCTGAATAACCCTTTGTACCGGCACCGTAACGATGCTGTTGCCTTTTGTTCGAATAGACAGAAATTTACCCTGCTGTGCACGAGGCATGGCGTCCTTGTACTCGTCCAATGTATGTACTGGAATTCCGTTGACATGTGTAATGACGCTCCCACGAGTCAAAACATTGGCCTCCTCGGCGGCAGAGTTACCAAAAAGATCGACTAGAATCAACGCAGGCTTCTCAATCTCGGCGTAGTCCGTGCACTTGTACAATTCCCGAAACGCATGCCGCAGGTTGGCCGACAGCGGCTGCACGAGGAGACCACCAAAGGCCACATAGGGCAACGCGTCATACGGCGGGTACAGGCGGTTGAATCCGTTCACGTTGATTTCCGGCAGTAAGACACTGTGGGAGACGAGTTTCTTGGCGTCAGTTTTCCATACGTGAAAGGTGATCGGGGTGTTCCGTCGCACCATGTGCAGCACATCGGGCAAGTGCATCTTCTCCTTGTACCACGGTACATCTACATCGCCCTCGTTGTCGACATCAAAAAAGTACTGCTTGCCGTCAATTTCCGTTTCGAAACTGCACAGAACATCCAGTGGCTTGATACTCAATGGTGGGTCCACGAGAGGCGACAACGAACTCACATGTTGCACGACGACACCACTCGAACAGTCGCTTTTGCCTGTTTTTGCGTTCCTTTGAGTGGGTCCTGTACCGACCATCTCCAGAAAACTGTTGGTCGTATTTTGGTACTCGATACCGAGGCGACCGCGACGAATGATCGCGTTGCGCATACTGGGTACAATGTCGTACCACAGTGCCTTCATGTACGCAATCGGTTGGAAAAAGGAAACATTGTTCGCATCGATGGCAGGAATGCCACTCGTGATAAAGCCCACCACTTTCCCGTCTTGCTGGTCCACAACAGGTGCACCTGAGTGACCCGGATTGATCGCACCATCCACTTGGCCCAATCCAAATTGAATACCATTGAGCGTCATATCAATCACCTTGATACGATTCATACCCAACGGGTATCCGTAGACGGATAATTTAGATCCTGCCTTGAGAGACTTGCTATCGCCGACGGGCCACGCGCGGAAAATATTCTGCTTCACAATGTCCTCGTCAATAATTTCAAGCAAGGCCGCGTCGACCTGTGGCATGACGGCAACAATACGCGCGGGAATGCGTTTCTTATCCGTGGCAACTGTCTCGATCTTGATGGGCACGTCCGGGTTCGCGCCCTCCACAACATGAAAGCACGTCATTAAGTACCGAACCGGACTGTCTGCAGAGACAAAGGGAGGTCGCACAAACCATCCACTCCCGGTGCCGCCGACACGTTCCCCGGGTAGCCATGGCGTGCGAAAGGATTTTTGGAATCCCGATACATGAATCAGAGCCACACTTTGACCAATAATATTCAATTGTGCCTCGGACAGTGGCTCTGTCACTGACGACATGGCTGGGACAGTCTGCTGCTGCTGCCCAGACGTCACCGGAACCAACCCATCATCATCGCCATCGTTGGGATCCGTATTGATAGCGAATCGACGGGCGCGCACCATTTCACACACTCCATCGCTGCACGACATGGTAAGTTCCTGTTCGTTCACCGGTTTACTACTATACAGACGACCGCATTATATGCATAACGTTATTTCTGATGTCTGTACATACACACGGATCCTTATGATTAATCATTTACGAAAAACGACAAGATTCCACCCCCAAAGCCGGACTTTGTCGGGGATTGTTGCTCTTGAGGTCGTTGTTGTTGTTTTTGGCGTTTCGGAGGCGGCAAGAAACTATCCAGGTTGTTATTCAGCAAAGAGAGAGGCTGTGCCGCTGGCGCCATTGAGTCATGGATATCCTGTGAGACTGCCGGTGCATGATGGTGTTGCGTCACAACGGGAGGCTCATATGAGGTATGGCGCGGTGGTCGACCGCGGCCTCGCTTCTTACCCGGGGGTTTCTCTCCTTTTGGCGGCGGCGGTGCGTTCGATCGAATGTGTGGTGGTGGGCCGGACATTGCGACAGCGCTACGTGGCGGTGGCGTGAACGATGAGGATGACGACGCGTATGGTGATGGCGGTGCAGCAGCAGCGTCGGTAAACAAGTCGTCTGCACTCATTAGCGTCGTGCCGGGACCAAAGTTGTGTTTGTGCATTTGCAAGTGGTGCGAAGATGATGATGATGATGATGATGACGGATTCAATGCTGCCGCCCATAAATCGTCCGTATCTCCTTCATCGGGAAGAAGAACGTAATTCGACACGGACGCTGTTTCTGCACTAGGAGACGGCTCTGGTTGTTGGTCGTCCGCAGTACGGAGCAGCAAAGAGCTCTCCTTCTTTTTTAAGAATTCCGTGTACATATTCGACGTGGCAGGCGTCGCCGTTGCCGTTGCTGTTGTTGCGGCCGGCGACGATGCGGTGAACGGTTCTTGTTCTTGCTTGTCAAACGCTTGTAGACCACGCAGACTCCACACGCGGGGCGATGGAGGACTGGACCCGTTGGACAACGACATGAGTGCGGCGAGACCTGCAGGGTGTTGTTGCTGTAGTGCTATTGCGGCCGCTGCCGTTGTTGACAGTGTCGCAGGAGTAGGCGTGGGATCATAATACGGATCGCGCGACATGTGCGGCTCCTGCTGCACGTTATGCGAGATTGCACCGCCAAGTACCCCCGCGGCGGAGGACGACGATGCTGTTGTATGATGGTTCTGTTGCGGGTGTTGTTGCTTTTGTTGCTGACACTCAAGCACCATAAAATGGGACACGAAGATGGGCTCGTGCACAATATCGTACACGCACTGCTCGGACAGCGCACGAAACTCCTTGGCCGTCAATGTACCACCGTATCGTTTCAGGCGCAACGACGACGGCGCCACCTGCAACTGAACACTGTCGGGGACACGAAACACCTCTCGCGCCAGATGGGCCAGAAACATCAACTGCATGTGCGCATCGTGGTCGAAGCGTTCGGCGAGCCACCTTTTCGCGCACGCAAAACTGCAAAAGTTTCCATAAAAGTTGGTGAACGTTCGGGTGCGATCATTGTAGTGCCGAGGAATAAGGACGGGCGGTCCGTCGAATTCCTCCTGATCCAGGTGACAGGGCATAGTTGATGATGTGGGCCAATACTGTGCTGGCTCGTGCGTCAAACTGACCGTGACATCGCGCCACGGATCATGCGATTGATACTGACTGAACGATGTGTCTGCCAAATGCGTCAATGCGCTACAGGTAATGTTGACCACGCGCGGTGTCCCGTCGGGTTCGGCGTGCGTGTGTTGCCAAAACATTCCGCGACGATCGATGGCGGCCTCGGCCTGCTTTCCCTGCCGCACAACAGGATTGGGGCGACCGTTTTCACCAATTTCCTGTCCGCCACTCACGAGGGTCCCAGGCAGTAAAACACCGTCGGTCACCGGTTCAATCTTCTTCTTGCGACCACGGCGCTTTGGAGCAGGTGGTGCTGCTGCCACCACTGCAGGAGGAGGAACTGCTGTTGGCGGCGGCGCGTCAGGAACAACACTATCGACGTCATCCACGTCCATGGCATCATTATCGATAGTGGATGAGGAGGACATGTGCGTGTTAGGCGCGATTGTCTAGATACTAAAAAATATATATATACACACACGCGCAAGCGAAATGATTGGACACTGAACCCCGTGTCGTCGAGAGAAAAAAAATAAGAGCGACAATCGTCGCACAACAATACACGGTTGAACACATCTCATGAAAGGTCACATTTCATTATGACGCATTTGCAATATACATGGACAAATCTATACAATGGGTACCTATATATTATGCATCAAACTCTGACATTACATAATTTTGAGCACTCACGTCGCGCAACAGGGGTGGAAGATGCTCCGTGTCGTGGACAATGGCTGCGACATCTCCTGGTAGTTGCAGGGGCGATGCATACGGCATCTGCACGCGCCCGTCGCCGTATCGGGCTAGCAAACCCCGATACACATGCTCGCGTTGTTGCAACTCGGCAATGTACGCAGCCAACTTGCTGACGTATGAATAGTTTGCCAAGTCGATCGCCAATCGACGTTCATCCACGATCCGACGAGCATTTTCAACAGCATTTGGAGCAGACGATGAGGCCTCTCCACCCCGGCGACGCACTTGCCCTTGTGATGATGCACCTTGGATACTACGGTGCGCCTCATCCAATTCGTCATAGGACTTTTTCAGACTGCCACGATACATCTTGATGGCCTTTCGGATGCGGTTCATCGCTTCGCTGGATAGTGTTATTGCTCGGTCCGCATCCGGCATCATGCGCAAGTATTGTTCGTACTGTGCGCGATGACGTTGCTTTAGTTCTTCCTTTTCTCGCTCTGCAAGTGCTTCCTGACGCTGCCGCATCTCTCGAAACACTCGGTGGTCTTCCTGACACTCACCGACGCACAGATTGCGGTTCGCCGCGTCGCGCTCCCATTCGGAGTAATCTTGCACGCGGGTGCGCAACCCTGGTCCGCGGTGGACCTGGTGCTCCGTGAATTGTCGTGGCTCCGACATACCTGTACGAATGTGCGTATATATTCACAAGCACGTTCTCAATACACAAATTCTGTGAGTGTACAAACACACACCACACAGTGCTCTTTACTATTACTATACATATACATAGACCGCGAATATATGCACATTCAAAGAGTCGTTGCAATATCACGGAGTGTCTGTAACCGGGCTTTGCCTGGCTCTCCATCCAACGGGGTGCGACAGAACGGACAGCAACATTTGCGCTGTGCCAGTAAGTCAGCATTCATTTGTGCCATGCACATTACGCAAACGGGCTTGTCGCTGTGCATCACACACGAACACCCAAACGGCCAATTAAACCGATTCACCCATACCTTCTTGTTGCGTCGCGCGTAAACGTGCGAGCAAATGGCGCATGCTTTCACGGCCGTGGGTGGCGCATACTTTTCCAAGTGTTTTAATGACTGTAACGGAGAAAACAATCAAGTAAGTCTCTACTCCAAAGATGGAAACAAAAGCAAGAAAAAAGCACACGTACGACATCATTGCGCCGATGGGTCAACTGCATCTTGGCTGATTTTCGCTTCAAATTCATGTGGAACAATTGTGTAATACGTTGAATCTCCTCACATAGTACTGAATACCATGTATACACGTCGTCTTCCTCCACATAGTCCACAATCTCACGTGACGTCTTTTCGCCCAACCCGTACTTCTTCTTCCACTGTTGCAATTCTTCAAGAAGATCATCTTTGTAGTCGCGGAGGTCCTCCAGTTCATCTTCATATGTTTGAAGTTTCGATTCCAACTTTTCGCGCGCCAACGTGGCCTCTGAATGAAACTGCGCATACTCCTGCACGTACAACAATGTGTAATTAGAAAAACAGCCGAATTTGCGTACAGCATGTTCTTGCAAACTGCCTCGAGACATACCTTTCGCAGAGTGTCGTTGTTTTGCTCCAGCGTAGCGACTGTTTGCTGTAAAAGCATCACTTTGCGCGCCGTATCGGAAGACGGAATTTCCAAAGTGCCATCATCGCCTTCGTCAACACCACGAATGTTTCCCGCATCTATCTCCTGTCGCTTTCTCTTCCGCGTCGCACGCGGCTGAGAACTCTCCATTTCCAAATGTGGACCCGGGCCAGTAACTGCACTCACACACAAGAATATAAACAGATTGTGTTTGAAAACAATCTGATAACAACAGACACATTCATTCACAGTACACCCGCTCACGTTGGCAACTCGAGTCATTCTTGTGGGCCAAAATATATAATAAACAAGGGATATACACACACAGTTCAAATTCACGTGTTTTTACACACGCACACAGACAGGCATACCTAATTGTCTCGCACGTATATTAAACAGAAATCCCCACGTGTCATCATGGAAAAAGGACCGGATGACTCGTACTATCTGTACACCGACGCACTTCCTGTCGGTGCGGCACACATTCCGTCGGGTAATGAAGACGACGATGCCGAAGACAAAAACGGCAGAACGTGTTGTTCTCGGTTACGCGGCGCCATCGTCGAGTATCATTTTTTAGTTGACTACGCGGTATGTGCGCTTCTTTTCGGTCTACAAGTTACTCTTATACTAGTGAAGGGCTGGTTGCCTGACGCGGCGTCATCAGTCCGATCCTTCGCCGCTTACATGGTGTGTGTCCCTGTTCACCTGTCCATATTAACGCAGTGGCGCGCCGCGGACACGACCGCGAACAAAACTATGCTTCTCGGCGGCGGTGCGTTTATGCTCGCATCCCACGTATTCTTCTTGATGTCCTTCTTCCAATACATGCGCGAGGACGATACATACATTCCTCTAATGATCCTGGCAACCGTGATGCTGGTCGTTGTTTACGTGCCGTGGTATGTATGGCAGCATTGGCGTGGTAAGAATATCGTGTTGCGACGTTCAGAGTCTCAATCCTTTTACACCACTGAATAATAACCACAACTAGTGCATCCACCATACCATATATACTGTATGTTTTCGCGTACATGTACAAAGATAGTAGGGTTGTGTATGGATGTAGTAAATTAATGACATGTGTGTATCTTCTACCACGTTTTCATTGCTGTAGCATTAGATTATTATAGTAGTCCTCCACAATAGTGGACAATTCTTTGGCGCACCGCGCAAAGTCCGCCTTGGATTTGGCGTCCGCCACGGCAGACTGCTTTCGAGGTCCTCCTGCCGGGTAGTGCTGTTGTTGTTGTTGGTCCTGTCCTCCAGTGCCACCGTTGGCACGGCGCGCTAATTGCCCTGCGTTCCACTCGAATACAGCCCTACTTAACTCGGCCATTGCCTGGTAAATCTGCTTCTTGTATTGATATGCTTTGAACCGCCAAATATACTGAAACTTGGCGGAATTGTCTACCCCGCTCAGTAAGGCCAGGTGATGCACGCTGGCCAGTTGATCGCAACCCTCACACACTTGAGTGAACAAGTCGGGTGCGCACTCTTCAAAAACGTGCAGTTGCAGCAACTTCTCAGCCATGTTGCGATCATTGCGAGCGTGCTCGTATCGTGCAAGAATATGTTGCGTGGCCACCTTCTGCTCGCGACTAAAACTAGCAGCCGCCCCAACTGCGACACCAAATACAGCCCCAATCGCACCACATGCAACCATCAAATCCATTTTTGTTTTTTCCCTCACGGATTGCCCTTTTTTGAGCTCCCGTGTGTGTTCTTGTTACCTCTCAGTACCATATAAAATCATAGCCAGGTAAAAAAATACATATTCACGGAGACAAACATCGCACACTACATGCACACACGGCATGACACAACCACAAATAAACCACTCGAGTTTTGAGTGTAATATGCGAACAACATCCTGGCAACATACATGTGTACAGGTACTACATGCGATTCCTTTCTTCGTGTACACAGACAGAAGACATACATCATGACAGATGTTCAGTGACACAACTATGTGTACATAGCCACCACTGACTGGAGCGTATGCCCAGAAATATGGTACAGTTATTGATGTACAACTCGAGTTATCCATTTGAGGTCGCTTGCTTTCGAACAGGGAAAGTTCGCGTCGATGTGGTACCGTGAGGACCATCTTGGTGCGTCAAGGTCACTTTGTACAACGTTGACGAGTTGTGGTAAGGTTCTAGAGTAAGTTCGTATTGCGACTCAAATGGGATTATTTGTAGAAACTTGCGGCGCAGTGAGAACCGAACGTGCATATTCTCGGCGGTAAAAGAGATTGGTTGGTCATCCACACAGACGGACTTCACACTGGGTGATGTGGTCCCAGAAGAGACAATGATTTTGAACGTTTGTTGTTCGTGATCAAATTGAAAGGTAGAACTAACCGCCTGGTCCGCATCCTTGATTGATTCGCTGTTACCCATCTATGTCCTTCTTGGCACGGTCGCGGTTTTACTGAATACGAGCACTCGAGTTTTAGTATACTTCTCAACCCAGTATTGTTGGGTGTATGTACACGTACCTGGGTACAAGTGTAGGAAGTGTATATATATGTCAAGCAGTACACAGCAGACAGATACCAAGTATGTAGGTGTCGGAGTCAAATGAAGGTTATGGTGAGTCATGGCGTATTATTACAATAATCGAGTTGTCCAACAACTCGAGTACTACATATACGTTGTGCCTTGCCCATATAGGCAAAAAAAGTGCGCCTATTCATTCTTTTGTAGTAGAACCTTCCTTGGTCTTGTGTTGTTGGATGTGCAAACACCTCGCACTTGTGCGTATCTTGTCGCGGTTATTCCGGCATCTGGCCAGTAATTGTCGCGGCCAAATACGTTTACAAAACAGTACCTGTACTCTTCGGTGAATGCAGACTCGTCAACCCATTCAGCATTGTATGCGCGCTCAAAGTACGCGTACAGTACAATGGCATCCCACGCAATGCGCAACTTGGTATCTTCGGCAGGTGGCGCATTCCGGATCCACACAGACCGACAATACTTTGTGGGGACATAGGGGATAACGGAACTTGCACCTCCCTGCCGATCGATGCTGACGAGCCACTCGCCCGTTTGTGCGTTCTTTCTCTCCACCAGTGTGTAGGGAAAGTAGGTGGTGCCGAAATCAATAATGAAAAACCGATGTCGGCGGGGCGACGTCAATGTTGCGCGTGGAGATGTTGTTGCTGTTTCCTGCATCATGATATTGTTTGTTTTTAGATCGTGATGGATCGCACCAGTGTGTGAAAATTGTTGGAGCAGACGACACAGTTGCGTTGCATCACTCTTTGTAAGGCCGCGTGGGTGTTCTTTGGCGTACTGTGCGAGTGTAGTGTCCAACTGCTCCATGACAATGACAGTCACCTTCACGTGCTCACCCGTCGGCTCTTGTCGCGCTGGCACGGTGAATGATAAGAAGACGCGAGGCCCAATACCGAGTTGGCCCATGTATTTCCCGATGAGGTACTCCTGGTGCGAAATATTCGTTCCGAATTTAATGGCGGCGCGACAGGAACGATAGAAGCACGAGTGGTAGGTGCTTCCATTCGACCCTTCTCCGAGTAGTTCGCCGACAACACGAATATCGTGCTCGTCGAGCAGGTGGCGATCAATCACGAATGTGTGAGTTTCGTTGTTTAACCCCGCGCGGACAGTGCAAGTGGCATGCGGTGTGCCTTGTGATTCGCACGCTTCGTGTTCAATCACGTTGCTCTCGTCATCATGATCTTCTTCACTGCCCGTGGTAGACAATGAGAACGGAAGGGTGGACGAAGACTCTGCAGACTCTGAGAGCAAAGAGGAGGTTTCGGTTGAGTATTCGTCGTCGTCATTGTCGGACAAGTCTTCATCCTCTGACAGGTGCCGTGGTCGATAGGTGGAACTGTTCGAGCGGAGCGACGATGCGCTCGCGGTCGTTGACGAGATGGTACTGCGTGGAAGCAAACGTACCTGGTTCGCGAACAAAAGACCGTAGATGGCCAGTGCGTCTTCAAGGATACTTTCAGTGTCTGTGTCCTCATGTTGGTTCTGTATGCGTACCAAAGCATGGTGTAATTGTACGGGGTCAATTGTGTGACGGCGACTTTCCAGTCGTGCGCTCAATTCGTCAAGTACCGCACGGGTCCGCAGCCGCGTCGCTAGATCGCCGCGCCTGTCGTCGTCCTCCTCTGTGATGGTAATCGTGGAGGAAGATGACGAGATGGATGTAGAGTTTGCGACGATGCGAGGATTCGTCGTTCCCAGCACAGTACGTCGACCTCCTTGATTGCGCCACCAGGGCTGCTGTTGTGGTGGACCGTCGTGGCGCCGGTTGGTTTGTGCGAACACGTCTGCCCACGTTGCCGCGGTTGGTGACGATTGGGAACGTAAAAGACTCGTTGGCAGCGTGGAAGACGAGGACACGAGATTATTGCTCGCCCGCGTATCACTACGGCTACCACCGCTACTACTCACCAGGTGGTTTCGTTCACTCATGATGGAATATATATATATCAATATATACTACTGTGTGACCACGTGTGCTTTTATTTTAGCATCATCGCAGAATTATATATACATATACACTGTGTATATTCCAGTACGAATATCCACAGTAGTACTACTTTTTGGACTCGTTGTTGTCATCGTACGACGGCGGCGGCGCCTTCACGAACGCAAAGACGCGATACATGCCGACGGTTTCCCACTCCTCGCGCGACAGTAAGTTTCGCGCAAGACCCATTCGACTCAACACGTCTCTGTTGATCGGATCGGCCATTTCACGGCGCGCGTACTGGGCCGCATTGTCGGAGTGTACGAGTCGCATGCCGCTGCGTTTGGCAGCCTCGACAAAGTCTTCGAACCGTATGGTGTACTCGTAGCAGCGAATGGTGTCATCCATGGAAAACTTGTAACACAGACCCGTCCGTGGCGGCGATGCGGTACCTACGAGATGGACGGCATCTTCGGGGCGCTGCAATGCAATCGTGCAATGCGCGCCGTTCCAGATTCCGCCAGTTTTGCTCAACAGATGCGTGATACGCTCACCATCTGGAATGATGCCCAGAAAGATTCCTCCTGGAGCGAGATACCGACTCACATTGTCCACAAACACATTCAACGTATCGACACTATCTGCGGCGTACTGCGCTGCAAATTGGCACGACACAATGTCAAACATGTCTGCGTGGCCGGCGGCACCGCTGCCCGGAACGGTAAGTTGTGCTGCCGCGGTAATGCCGACCGAGTCCTGCTGTTGCAGTTGTTGTCGGTGGTGCTGATGATGAGAAGAGCGTCCTGGTGTGCATGATACGGTAGGTGCTCCGTCGCGACGATGTTGTGTCGCCGTCGGTGTGTGGTATTGCGGCTGCTGTGCCAAAACGTGCTTGTAGAACATGATGTTGGCGCGGTCCAAGAAATGCGGCACGGTAAAATCCGCTTGAATAAAGGAGGCATGATACGTTGTCGCATTGCGCCGCCAACGTCGTTCCGCCATGCGCAGACACTGGTCGGCGAGATCAACGAACATGACACTGGAGGGACGAATGCGCCCAAACTTGTACACATCTTGTCCGCGGCCACAGCCTAGATCCATAACTCGGAGTAGAGCAGAAGAGGAAGAGGAAGTGGATGGTGAACTCTTCTTTGTAGTAGCGCTGCTTATTGACGATGATGAGGACAGTTTGTCTCGGTGTTCTTGCAGTTTGGACTGGTGGTACTTGCCCAGAAGGACAGTTTTGATAAAGTTGTTCATGCTCTTGATGCGACTTGTCGGTGTGGCGCAGCGGCGCCGCGAAGATCGCATGGACGCGCGTTTGATGGCCTTGACACAGAGAGCGTTGTACAGACTCCACAACTGAAGACTGCACTCACGCATCGCCACGGCACGGTGTGCGTATTTGTCCAGTGAAACCGTGACAGGCGACCGGTAAACAATAATGACATTATTGTTGTTTTTGTTGGTGGTCGCAGCGTCGGATTCGGACTCGTTAGTACGCGGCGGCGCGTTGTTACTGCTGGCAGCGGCAGATAATGATGCGACGTTGCTATCCTTCGTACAACTGTCAACACTGTTGTCGCTGCTGCTGTTATTATCGCTTCCAGTGGTGACAATGACGGAGAGTTGATCTGCTGTGGAGAGGCCTCGTCGAGCCATCGTGTTGACGACGACCGCATGTATGTCGTCGGTCACAAATTCGTGCGGTAACACAACGGTGGTGCAACTGCGCACTGGATCCTGGTGCGTTGATGCCGTAACGATGCGTTGCATCTCCCGGCAAACCCGTTCGTACCGGTCAACATTCTCTGCAGTGACGAGATGACTCGGGATATGTGCGGCGGTGGTACTCGAAGGTACCGATCCATTGCGCGGTTTTGGTGTTATCTTTTTCGCGGAACGCTGGTGTTCCGACACTCCTTTTTGGTGACTGGCACTGATTTCCATTTCGTTAGTGTGTAAGACGTGTTCTTGTGTTATGACCCTTATGTGTCAGACTGTGTTGACACTCTTTCTTTCGTTCTCCCTGTGTGATGACTGTTCTCACTCACGCGTCGATATGCATGAGGTAGACCTTTGCCACACGGGAAATTTCCGTTCGTCTCTTACTATCTCGTGCAGCAAAAAAATTAAATTCACGTGTATTTTTATGCACGTGGAGTGCGCGTGTCTGTGCCAACGCGCCCATTACTGATACAGAGAGCGTATGTGGGAACAAGAACAAGAACCACATCAATACACACACATGAAATGACCACGACACATGTTTTTGGGTTGTATATTCTCCACAGTAGGTATGGTTTTCTTACTCGTTTACAGGGTATATTGACGCGCAGTAGTGAACTTTTGTGCTACGCACAACACATACACATAGTATATACTATGAGCGGCAAGCCATTAGGTACTTCTTCCGCGACGACTGCTGCGTCTGGAGCATCAGCAAGCACCTCACAACCACATAGCACAACACATGACCGCGCAGTCGCGTTGAAGAACAGTATTGAAAAAGTGGTGCAACAATTGGAAACGCGTAAGAAGGTATTGACGCAATCGATTGAGCAGATTGAGAAGGAATTGATTGAGAAACGGGCAGTGCTGTCGGCAGTTGTGTCGCTTTTTCAAACACCGTCACCCAGCGCCATCACAACCTCTACGCCAGAGGCAACCAACACTTCCGTTGCGAGCAATAGCAGCAGCAGCAGCCCAATAATAACAGCACCTGTAGTATCAAGTGCCATTACGGCGATCGCAACACCTGTCAATTCTTCTTCCGCCGGAAATGCTCGGTTGACGACAGCAGTTGCACGAGCACCTGCACCTGCACCACAACCCGCGACAACACGACCGCCACTTGTTCGACCAGCATCCATGTTCAGGTATTCGGATGACGATGAAGAAGAGGATGGTGACTACGTGGACGGAGAGTCTGATCTTGTACCCGAAAATGATGAAGAGGCTGTCGACGAGGAGGATGATGAGGAGGACGACGATATTGAAGATGACGATGGCGACGATGAGGCGGAAGAAGAAGAGCCGCCCCAGCCTGCAAGTAGCAACAAGAAACCTGCCACGGCTGCTCGCGGCACCCGTGCCCCAACGTCATCAAAACGCTAAAAGACATGATGTGATTGTGGGTGTGTGTATAATAATGTCGTCGTCTCTTTTAATTTTGTATTTACGTCGTAAGACCCTGGTTTTTATTCCCATTTTGCCGGTGTATATACCGCGCACATCGCGCTGCTTCCGCAATAATATACGCTTTCACGGGATGATGAATCGTTGTGAGACACAACTCTTCAACAGTATCCCCGAATGACTTGCATGGTGAGGTAGTTGTTGTCGTGACGGATGTAGCCGCAGCAGAATGCTGGTAAAGCCACAGTAACTTGTGATAGACCATGTTGAAAAAGCGTGCCACGTTCATCTGTCGTTTCGACTCCATATGTGATACATCGGTGCATTCTGTTTCGCCATTGTCACCACACGTCATCGCGTCGCACCGCATACGAACGTGACACCGCCGTGCCCAAAACACGTCCGTATCCCATCGTGGACATCCGCACAAGCCTCGCTCATCCCAGTGTGAAAGCGGTAACGTAGATTTATGCGTCGTCGTCGTCGGATACAATAGATGATAAGGATGTGCTTGTAATGAAGAAGGAGAAACAGAAGAACCGGAAGAAGCGGTGGAGGAACAAAACGTGAAAAGACCACACACATTGCAAATCTCAACACCACAGTGCGCCATTGCGTTGCAGGCCATCGTTTTGGTCAGGTGTTGCGTGCACACTGGACATGTGACCGCGACTGACGAGAAGTCGTCGTCGTTGGCTGTCGCCGCGTCCACAATCTGATCGCGGCACAACTCTGGCGTCAGTTCATGCGTATACAAGAGGAAGTCACCGCTCGCCTGGCGCCACGCAGGAGGGCGGAAAAAGAATGGACATACGAGGGCATGTGTTGATGTCGAGGCATCCAACGGTGATGGCGCAGTTTCTTCCGCGGTTGTCGTCAGTGTGCGCGTGAGGAGAGCGCGACGCACTGCCGCGTCGAACCGCTCGTGTTCATCTTGCGTCCACAACAGCCAGTTATGTATAGTGGATACGGGCAAGTGGCCCGTCGTGGCCAGTGTTATAGGGCACTGTACCACCAAGGCATGTTCTGCAACGTCATCGAAAATGAGAGCTCGTTGCAACAACGATTCCAACATGGTCCTATCATCGACGATCATGCGCCTCAAACAGTGAATGCACACACGACACTGCACGGCGACAGAGTCGTCGTCAACGCACCCTGCTGATCGTTGCGGCGACGGCGTGGTCGGAGTCAACTGCACGAGAAAACATTCGTCGCGGCGAGACAGCATGTGCATCTTTAGAGCGTCAGTCATATCACACGGCACCTTATCAATGCCAACGAGTGCCATGTTTGGAAAGCATAGGATCTGCGACGCATCCGAGAAGCAGATGCGACAGCAATACTGTTGGAGATGCACGTCGTCTGACACCGCCGCCATCACCGTAGCAGTGGGATACACCACATCACCATGAGTACGAGTACTGCGCCATGCAATGTCCCGTAGATGCTTGTTCTCGTATTCGATCTTTTGTTTGGTAAAAACAACGGGCAATGCCCGCGTTAGTTCGTGTGAACGCCGTGGGAGCAACGATGCATAATTGTCGACGTCGTCCGAGCTTGGCATAATGATAGTGTCCCATGATTCTATTTTCGGCACCTCCTTCGGATAATCCCACGTCTCGCAGGTAAAATCAAACACGTCCTCTGTGGCTTCTTCCTCATCCTCTGACACGGGTGTGTCTGGGTAATCAATCTCTCGCGATTCAAAGTCATCGTCATCACCATCATCGTTTTCCACTCGATATGAATACTCTATTGTGTGGATTGGCAGACCAGCACCATCGGGGACACCACCACCATCATGATTGACATTTTGTCGTAATAACCAGTCGTCGGTTCCTGATGTTCCAGCAGTAGTACTCGCGTTCATGCGTGTAGGAAACAGTACAACGCGATCAACACCACCATGTTTCATTAGCCCCAAAGGAGGGATGGGTCGAACCCACTGCGTGCCTATCGTGACACATGTATTTCGAACCGTGGCATGCTGGCAAAAGGAAAGCAGGGGAATTCCTATCGGCACCATTGGGGCCGTTGTTTCCGAGGTGCAACAGCGAATGTAGATACGATCGAAGCGAATATTGTCAGACACCAGAGACGCTAGCATGTTTCGTGTGCCGCTGATAATTCCATTGCGACCTGGCAGGCGCCACTGCACATGCCCTTCGTGAGAAACACCCTCTATCTGTGCCATATCATGTCCAAAACATGTCACCGGACGGTCCCCCAATAGCACCGGAATGGGAAATGGCAATGTCAGTGTTGTTGTATCACCCGAGGACGCCAGCATATTTGTGTGTGCGTGCACTACTGTTTGTGGTTCACGCGTGCTTACGAATGGTATGTATCGATGTGTACGCGCCATATGTATATGTACCAACCGTATGGATACACGTACGACACATGCATATATAAGTGATCTGTTCTCGTTCGTTTCATCTCTAGGACTGTATTTTTTCATGCATTGTGTAAGAATGTATATATTGCATTACATACGCGCCTCCAAATGATACACTACTATACTCTGACCACAAGAATGAATGTGTATGTACGTACACGCGCTGTTCAGGACGATGGTGACGCTACCGGAATGTTAATCGGGGATTGTTTCACCTGCTTGCGCTTGCACCATTCCTCATACGATAGGACCTTGTTCTTCTCAATTTTGGCACGCTCCATGATCTGTGCCAACTCACCATGCCGATACTGCTCTTTAATGTCCTTTGAGCGAATGTCCGTCGGCCAAAGCCACTCGTACATGTCGACGACATCAACGCTGTACTCGCTGTAGTGTGGTTGTGCAATGCGCTCCGCGTAGGCCTCACACGCCTCCTGTGTGGAAAAAGCCCGCAGAAACATGAACAGGGGCTCCGGATCTTCGTGACGGGACCGAGCAATAAGATCCGGGATGAAAATGACGGCGGCGAAACGTTGATCATAAATGCGACACGTCTCTGGGAAAACGACATCGCTTGTTTTGCCGTCTTGTAGACTCTCGCGCTGCCTCTTCTTGAACATGGCGGCGCGACTTGAGTGCTTGCGTCGTTCGGCGCGTCTCTCAAGTGTACGCTCCGTCACAATGCGCGAAGGTGGTGGCTCTTCGGGACCACGAGAAGAACTACGACTATTGCTACTTTTACGATGCGATGATGATGATGATGGCGGCGGCTGTTCTTGTTGGCGTGTCTTTTGCAAAAATTTGTCGGTCGTTGTGGTGCGATTCTCGTGATACAATGCCAAGATGGCGTGCTGCTTCTTCTTGCGATACGAACTGTTCTCCAGGTGTTCGGGTCGCGACGCTAACAGTCGGAACTTGTGCGCAGGCCAGCACACATGCGTGGGACGTTGATCAATGGAATTAAAATGCTTCACGCGTGCATGTACGTCCTCGACTGAAGACCATGCGCCACACAATCGGATACCGGGATCGAGATTGAACGGTGGAATATGGTGACCCACCAGGTTGACGTGAATGTGCTGCTGCTCGGGATCAAGCAAATCATGATCCATTAAGAACGATACGTCGGTGGTCGGTCCGTCCTCACCGGGGCGCACAATAGAGGACACACTGCCATCACTGCCGCGGACGACAGAAACAGGCCCACCCACGGTCGCCGACGGCGGTGCGGCGTTGGGATTGCTGCTACTCATGATCGAAGAGTCCCTGTACGCGGACGACAAGTAGTCCTCGCGGCGCTCAATCTCCAACGCACGCTTGTGATTCTCGCGCATGACAGACTCTACCGAACCCGCCTTGGCACCAAAGATGCGATCGGCGTCGGCGGCACTCAACTTGCCCCGCGTACGTTTTTCAATTTCTTCAATCTCAGCACCGTCATTATCAGGGACGCTGCTGCTGCTACCAAGTGGGTCGCGAGCACGCGAGCGAGTGTCATCGCGCAAATCCTGCGGTTCATCCTCATCGTCATCGCCATGACCGCCGCCGGCGGATGCCACGGAACCTAGATCCTGCACCAACTCTGCGTCGGGTGGCCAGTGAACGTTCTTGTCCGTGTATTGGATCTCTGGTGCGGACACACGCACAGGGGATGACATTTTGCGGTTTGCGCCGGTCCTTGTGCAATAATATGAGACTTCTCTTTACACTTTCCCTGATGTGTTAAATTACATGTGCATTCGATCCTACATACATACACTATACTGATATATATATATATATATACCCAACAGACAGACACATGGTGGGAACATGAAAAACGATATTGCATATGTTTGTACATACAATCCATTGTCACACAAATATATGTATATATATAGTTTCCTACCTACCAGACAGATGGCAACGTTGCCCATAACGGGAATGAACGCTGCTCTGAACTGTTACTGCCGTCATGAATGCACGTATCAGCCCCGACGCGATTCGCTAACTGGTACAACGAGCCATCCCTACAATATGCAAAGACGTTATCCTCGTACAGTAGCACAGGTGCCGTGCGACAACTTTGATCGCAGAGCGCGGACGTTGCAGCAGCGGCCGAAGGAACACCCACGACACAAAACGCTACTGGTATAGTACAGATAGTGGTTGCGGGTGTCACATCATCCATGGACATTAACAAAGAATCTCGTGCGTGTCGAACAACATGACTCACGCGCGGCGGCACACTAGCGGTAGAGTGTGGCAATCCAATATCCATATAGTAGTAATGAATAGACTCGGTCACATCACCACGCGCCAATCGCCCACGAAGGTGATCGTACAACAAAAGAAGTGTGTCGTAGCAGTCTGCCATACATTGTGCCACACACGGAGGGCAATGTACCGTGGTGGTGGTTGCAAGTACACTCATCACATTCCCTCCTCACACCCACACATTAGTGTACCCCGACCACAAAGAATGAGAGCAACATACATCAAGAACACCAACACCATTTTCATGTTTCACCACTGTAGGTCGAGTACATACATACACATGTACAACTCGAGTTCGTTTATAGCGTTGGTCGGCCGACGACGAGGCGGTCATGCGCGTCGGTATGTGTTTGGCGTTGTGATTGATGACGTTGAAACATGGTTGGATCCAACCGATACGCCACGCGTCGTGTGAGTGTGCGATACCCACCCTGCGGCGGGACATCATTATGAGCGCTCTGCGCTGTCTCACTACTAATACTCACGTCTTTCTCCGCGATAGATGCGTGCTGTTGCATCACTTGCGCAACAAAGAGCGAACTGTCGGCAAATTGGACTGTATCCGTCACGCGGCACTCCATCCAACCACACACCCCCGCAAGCACAGGGATATCCGTCGTGCTTGCCGCACTATCGGGGTTCGTATTCTGCAATTCGAACAGCGGTTCCGTGTCACCCACATCAGTACCCGACCAATAGCAATTGTGGAACTTTTCTACTTTGTGGCCTGATTGTAACCCAAAATGACTCACGAGGCGATATTGTCGCGCGTCAAGCAAGTTTAAGACGAAGCGTTGCGTGCGTCGAATAATGTCCGTCGTTAAGTGGTCGTTGCTGCACTCAACCACAACGCGAGCGCGACCAGCCGTCGGTAGTGATGCGGGCGCCACGTGTGCAATGATCATGCCGTTCAGTAGACCACGATTGAGGTGCTGTTCTCGTTCGGCATCGTTGCTGCTCGAAACAGTATCACGCACCGTCAATAACCACAACGGCGGATCCAGAAACTGGAACAAGTTGTCGTTTGGGAACTGTTGTTGTTGTGGGGGCACCGGTGACACTGTTGATCGGCGAAACGCCTCATAGGTCTCCATGATGTATGTGTGTGTGCTTCTCTATGTGTATATACAGTGTGTCCTTGTTTGTTCGGCACAGACGCGCACAAAGATAAATGTACATTTTTGTTATACGCCCGCAAACATGACAAACCCTCCCACGTTTCGTATATATACACCGGAAGACAGAATGGGTCATTCATAATATATGCGAGTGCATGTACAAGATTCACGACTTTTGGTCACGAAGGCGACAGAGGAATTTCAAACAATGCTGCCATCTGCTGCACCAATGCATCCGCACCCGACACATCAAATCCGCTTAACTGCATGTACACGTCACGCAAAGCGGATAGCGCAATCTGCAAGTGTTCCTCTCGACGTTGCAAGAGACGCCGTACTCTCAACAGTTCCAGTACGCATTGCTCACACTCTGACACAGCCTGTTCACGTGTTTTGGCAACTTTCGCAGCAGGTTCTACATTCGCTTGGACGTGTTGCCCCGGAGTCACTGTTATCTCCTCAAAGGGCCTCTTACGAGAGGCCATGATGTCAACACGCTTTATGTATAATACATACACCGACTCGAGTTTGGATAAACTCGATTTGTTACATACCGACGAGGATCCGTATATACAGGCTCAGTGAAAAAACCTGGAAGGTACACTTCGTGTACATGGGTAGGGTGTACTCATCAACATACCTGTGTACACACTATAGTTCTGGAGTTCAAGTATATACTCTGCAGGTGCTGCGCGGCTACATGTCTCGAGATTTGGTAAAACTCGAGTTATCCATTCGACATTGCACTTTTACGTGTGGTTGATTTTTAGTGTTTGGTCGTTGTGCGAGTGTTTGTTTGTGGAAGTTTTTATCACACACATGTCGTGCCGTGGAAAGCGTGCGCGTGTTATTTTGGATGATGACGCCGACTATGATGACGATGGTGCTGACGGCGACTATACACCTGCGATAGATGTAGACGAGTCCTTTGCTGCTGCTTCTGATGACGATAGTACACGTGTTCATCATACAATGGGTACATCTGCTGCCGCTATTGTGTCTTCGAAAGGCGTACCTGATCGTCGCAAGCGCCGCAAAACGAGCGATGGTGGTGAGGCACCTGTCACGGCGTCACAACGTCAGTGGAAGCGATCTCCTCCTAGTCGGCCTGTGGCAGCAGCAGCAATGGATCCTGTTGAAATCGTGCGGCGCTTGCAACAGCGTGCCAAGGACGCGGAACAATACCAAACGGTGCGTATTTATTTGTTGTCGGTATTCTATATAATCGTCTGCGTGTGTTGTTTAATTCGCAGGTTCTGTCTTGCAGGCGGTCCGTGTTGCGGAAGAAAATCATGCGCGCGAACGTGCGGAATTTGAGCGTGCGCGCAGAGAGTGGGAAGCAGAGCGGACGCAGCAAGCAGAGCGTATTGATCGTGCTGAAGAGTTGGTGGCGAGACAAAACAATCGTATATATGACCAAGAGCAGACTCTCTCAGAGTATAGGGCTGAGTTGCGCGCGGCGAATCATGCGAATACGCAGTATAAAATGTGGGAGTTGTCCAAGAGTGACATGGCCAACACGATGAGCGTGAGACAGTTGAACAATGCGCTCGTCAAAGTTCGCGATGTTGCGTACAAGATCACCGAGGCAATGGAGGCAAGGGCTCTTGCGGCCGAGGAAAACGCCAGGACGTTGCAGGATTTGCAGTTGCAGACGGATGCTACGTTGGAGCGGTATATTGCGCGCCTTTGTCCCATCAATTCCGTGGATGCAGAGGAATGTATGATGTGTATGCGCCGTTTGCCACGCCCGTTGCTGATGAAGCAAGTTAGATCGGACGGCGACGGATCAGACAACTCGACGCGCAAGGACGACGATGTTTGGCCCTTTTCATGTCAGTGTTGCACCAATGCGGACATGAACATTTGCATTGTTTGTGTGTCGAAAGAACATGCCGTTGGATCTGGAGCAAACTATGTGAGTCAACAAGACTTGCGCGATGGCGTTTACCAAAGTGACGCCAAATACGTTGTGCGTCGGTGCCCGTGGTGCAAAGCCGTGCGACGCCATGACCATTCATCCGTTGTTTTGGTAGAGGAAGAAGAAGAAGAAGAAGGAGAGGAAGTGGTCCAAGTTTTGGACGGTGATGTTGTGAATGCTGCGCACTATGAAGAAGAAGAGGAGGAGGTGTATAATGAGTCTGATTATTAGTGACTCCTTTAGTCTGCGACCGTCCATATGCAGAAAAATTTTATTTTGACGTAATTTTTTGTATGTATTAATATATACGTAGATAAGTAATATAGTAAAGCACTTCTTATTGTTGTTGGAATTCTGTGGGGTGGACCAAGAACACGCGTATATATACTACTACACTTGCACGTAACATCTACCTTAGTACACGCAACATGTTCTTCTGGTTTCTATTCTGGGTCGCCGTTCTCGGCGCCTTTGCGGTCTTTATTGACCCTTGTATCGTCGCGGGCATCGTCGCCGTCTACATTGTCTTCACCGTGGGGTGGATTGTTGCATCAACGCTCATCTTCGTGGCCGTTATCTTTACCATATGTTTCTTCACAGCCTGTGCCTTCCGCGGGCACCCACAGTGGATTGTGTGGCTGGAGTACGCATGGAATCATCACATCTGTACTCGCTGGCCGTGGTTGCCGCCGTGGATCGACTCTTGCAAGTCAAAGGCGGACAAATGTCGTTCACACCATTGGGTGCGCCCTATCTGGGACCGTTGTACGTCCGTTGTGGACACATGCCTTGAGGCGTTAAACTGGGATGTTACATGCGACCGAACCGGAGCGTATGTGTATCAGTTCTTCGCCCGTCCATGGCCAAAGAAACAAAAGAAACTTGCCTGAATGGACGACTCGAGTTAGGTATCTCGCACTCGAGAAATGTGATCTATATAAATGCCAGTACCACGTTCACAATATACTCTCTGTTTGTGGTGTTGAAATAGATACAAACACCAGCATTGTGTGCGCGCACAACCGTACTCCTACATTTTTCTCTCTCTCTGCTGCGTTTACATATGGGAATGTCGTTTTCTGAGTCGTTGCCACCGCCGTCATCATCGTCCCCGTTGCTTCTTTTCTCGGATCCAGTGTACGGGTGTATTCAGTTGCCCAAACTAGTGCAGGATGTTTTGAAGCACCCGCTGTTTCTGCGCTTGTCGGAAGTGCACCAACTGGCTCTGGCTCAATTTGTGTTTACTCGGGCACAGCACACCCGCGCAGAGCACTCCAAGGGTGTGGCGTACTTGGGCTTCCTGGCCGTTGACAGTATTCGGAAGGCGCAGCCCACTCTGGGCCTCTCCGATCGACAAGTGTTGTGGGTTACAGTGGCCGGCCTGTGTCACGACATTGGACATGGCCCGTTCTCGCATGCGTGGGAGAAGGTTTTTGAAATGATACTTCCCGACCAGACCTTTCGACGCCACGAATCCCGTTCGTTGGCTTTGTGCCGGCGGTTGTTATCTAGTTTGCCGACACTATTTGACGTCAACGACATTGCGTGGATTTGTTGGATTATCGAGCCGGCACTGGCGCCGCAACCGCCGCCTTCGACGTACCGACCCGAGTGGCATTTCTTGTCGGAGATTGTGTGCAACATTTTGCACGGCATTGACGTTGATAAATTGGACTATTTGGCCCGCGACACGCACTATCTTTGTGCAACAACCCCATGTGACGTTGCATGGGACGGGTTTATAGCCCGCGAGATTGTCGCGCGGTCGCGTGCGCTGCCAACTACCGCGGTGGCGCAACAGCACGATGAATATAGTGGTGGGGCTGCTTCTTCGTCTGCCCAACAACAACAACACCCGTCGGAGACGCACTGGGTATTTAATGCACATGACGCTGCCGTTTTGGTAGGATTGCCCGCGTTGCGACAGCACATGCATTTTGTCTACTATCAGTCGCCCCAAGTCGTGCTATTGGATGCGACCATGCAGGAGTATATTCAATTGGCTGTGAATGAGGGTGTTATCACATCGGACGACCTGCTCTCGCTGGACTTTTTAGTCACTCTCACAGACGCGTCAGTGCCGACGGTGATTACGGATCGCGCGATAAGTAAACAAGCAGATGAACACGTGTTGGAGCGATTGCATGTTGCATGGGAGCGCGTATGTAACAATGCGCCGACCTTTGCGTACGCGGGTTCTTACATGAAGCAAGATGCCTCTGGTACGTTTACGAACCTGGTTTTCTTTCTGTTCGTTGGGTTATAGATTCACATAGTTTTATTTATTCTATCAAACAAACAAACAGAACAAATTCCATTGGAGGCTGTGTGGAAAATGCCAATTCAAGTGATCGATTCAAAGATGGCCGGTGGCTGTTACGATGTGTGGCGTGTCGCGGACTCCCTTTTGATGCATCGCGATGGTATTCTTGTTGGAACATTGCGGTCTGTGCTGAATGCTCGTTTTGCCGACGACGATATACCGTATGGTCCGCTTGGCAAGGCTGTCCGTCATTATCACATTCTGCGGCATGAATAGAGAACCGCGAGAGATGACAACGACGTTGCTGTATATATTATTATGTATATTATATGGATCTATCTTACTCTTTGCGCATTGTATACATGTGAATGTACTACATGGTTGGTTATGTGACAATAATGGTCAATCTTCACGCGTACACTGAGTGTACATACTATGATACCAACGCTGGATAAATGGTGTACCGCATGGCTGTGGCATGCACGATGATGGGACCTGTGGGCAGTGCGGGCAAATTTCTCCACCGTTGAACTGCGGTTGGGAGTGCTTTTAGAAGCTCCGCAATATTCGGCGCATAATGTCGGCTTTCATCCTGCGTGGGCTCGTAAGCAACGTACTGCTTCTCAGTGTCATCAAACTCGACGAGAACATGGATAGGGGCTGACGATGACGGTGTCGCTTCCACAGCAGGGGCCGCACTACGGGTACGCAGCATTGCTGCAGAGGGGCCTGAGATTGGTGGTGGTATTACAGATACACCACTGCTACTGCTTGAAGTCGTCGTACTTGGTGATGATGCCGTCGCGGTCTGTACACACAACGGTCGTTGTTGGTGCAATTTTGATTGTTGCCACTGACGGCACGATAGTAGGGAGTGCACAGGCCCCGTATGTTCCAGTACGTACCGTGACCATCCTGATACAGCGCATAGCGCTGCGTCTGCTGTTGGTGTACTGGTGGTGCCGGTAGTAATTTCGACAGGCATTGACGAAAGATGTTGCCATCGCCAGAAGAGGAAGTACCTCACGATAGCATACACACCGGAGGAGGGAAACGTGTAGACTTGCTTTGCCGCATGACGGATGTGCTTAAATCCGTCATTGTCGACGCTGGCCTTTGGAAACGAAAACGCTTGTCGCCATGGAAGAACTGGCACAGCCACGTTCGCATCACTCTGCTGCAGACGAGGTGTTTTGTTGAATGTGGGCACTCTTGTTGGCTGAACACCGCGGCGGTGGTGATCAGCGTCGCACTCGCCGTCGGCAACATTAAAGTGGTTGCGCAATGCCGCCGTGAGACGTTTGAACAGGTCGGGGAACCCGTCAGTGTCAGCCAGTTGGTCAAGTGACCGGCACAGAATGTCGTCCACTTGCTGAATGCACACTGCATCCGTAGAGGCCAGAATGCATTGCACGTACGGGTCTGTTTTTGCTGCGGTCATAACGTCCACGACTGTGGTAGTTGCAGCCGTGGCTGGACCTAGCGTTGCAAAATGATGCCTCACTGTGGCAGAGTATAAATGTCGCATCTGTGTGTATGTGAAAGATGACGATGCCTGCGACGGTATCTGGTGCCATCGGCGACGTACGTAAGACTCGAACGCTAGGTCGGCAATGACCCGCGCGGCCTCTAACGGCCGTGCCCATGGTATGTTTGTATCGTCAAACGAAGCCGACGTATCCGCCATGTATGTATGTATCTGTACAGGGTGGTCTCCTTCTTCTTCAAATGTGTTGTGGAAAGAAAATGAACATGTATACGTGCTATATAAGTTGTCCCGGATGTATATATGTCATTGTTTCCCGTTTCATCGTGTTATATGCATAAAAATTCTAGGCGCAAAAGAGGAGTATGTATATATCGCAGTAAGTGAATCAATATATGTGCAACAACACAACAACAGAGTCCTTTTTTTATTGCGGGTGGTCCGTAGACTGGCGACAACTCTTGAACAGCGCGTCAATCATCGAATCCATACGATCAGGATCGAGGATGGGTACAGGAGGAATGGCAGATTGTTGTTGCGACTGGCGGTGCCGCGGTGGCGGCGGCGATGATGGTGCATACTTTGTGCGCCATGAGGAATTGCTGCCGCCGCCACTGGGGAGAGCAGGTACGATACCTGCCCCGGGTCGCGTCGGATCATACGAGATAGTGTCTGCAGGTAGTGGTACTGATACCGGTGTCAAAGGCACAGACGGATCTGACAACGCAATACTATCCGCAATCCAGGACAGGTCGTCGTCCACGACAGAGGATGTGGTGTCCGCATGCGCAGAGGCGACAGATGAAGAACGCGAAGAAGTAGCAATACGCGCCGGATTATTGTGGTGACCACTGCTGGGTGCGATTTTCCTATTTGGACTGTAAGCAATCGTTTTCTTGTTGTTCTGCTGGTTACTTGTGCTCCTCGCTAACGGAACGACGGGTGTAGATGATGTGTTTGTTGCGGTGGCTGTCGGGAAGGTCGTCTTCGTGTCTGTCACGACCGAGAAGATGCACGTTCCCATGGGTGCCGCCTGACCCATCATGATATTCGATGTTACTCCGCGCATGCTATCCTTCATACCGAACCCGTCGGCATCATTGATAACGTCGGGCGTCTCTTCGAACGACGCCTGCATGAGGAATCCGCTCTGCATGCGACTCATACCGTGGCGGTTCATCGGGACGAAATAGCCACGCCATGTCATCGTGTGTACGCACACGAGGATGTGGCGGTCCTGCACGTAGGTGCCGTCAAACGAGAGAACTTGCTTGATCTCTTGAAACAGAACGTCTGCAGCAGCATCCACACCAAGTACAGTATCGACCTCGTGAATGTCGTTGCTGATGGTGCGTGTCGCATCGACAGCGGGCATGGTAAGCATGTGGGCGAGACAGGTACCCTCCGTGTACAAAACATACTCTGTACTTTTACCCACACCACCACCAGAGGACGCGTCCGTGTGGTGCGTGGTTACGGGTGCAACATTGGCCTTCTTAATCTTGGGAAGGCCTCCAATGACACACATCTCCAGCAAATCGCTCATCACGCGCTGCACAATGCCCCTCTCAATCTCTGAACCGCTGGTTGGGGTGACACCAGCAATGCGTGCTACCATTTCCGGCACATGTCGTAACGAGACGCGAACGAACCAATCGTTCATATTGTGCTCGCTGCTGACAATACGTGCCTTTTCAACGCCACCTAAGGCGCGGCTCAACGCCGCATGAACATCGGCCGGTCCTAGACCGCGCACCATCAACACGGACTTGTTCAGTGCATAGCGAATGACAAACTGGCTTGTCGTCGAAGCCGAGGATGATGTTGTTGTTGTAGAGGCGGTCTTTCGAGAGCCCTTCTTATTCGAGGACTGATGTTGTTGCTGTTGCTGGTGAACATTGTCGGTCGCTGTCGCCGTTCTCTGCGCAAATAACGCATCGATCGAAATTGCAAATTTCTCGTCGTCGCTTTCGGGGGCATCGCTGGCTTGAATAATCGTGGATGCCTTGACCACATGCTCCAATGTGAGATACTCCACCGCGTGGCGCACGACGGTTGCGCCGTCCGCCGTATTGGCAAAGGGGCTCTTCAGGTACACCGTCATGGAGGGCTTTTTCATTTTCATCGTCGCATCGATCAGTTCTTGCAGTCGCGGCACACCCAATGTGACATTCTTCTCCATCACACCCGTAAAGTGGAACGTATCGCGCACGTGGATTCCCGAAAACAATGCAAAGTTGAGCGTGTCTTCCACGCTCAGATCGTACACGTACCGATGGGTAGGCCGCACCTGTTCAATGGAGACGACGGCGTCAAAGTAGACCTCACTGTCTGTCGCACACTGTAACGATGCGGCGTCGTCGAGGTGTCCGGCCGCGGCGACCTTTTGGGCGAGCATCTTCAATCGATCACGTTGAAAGCAGCCGTACGCGCGCTTCGTGTTTACATGTGGAATGACATCCTGCGGCCCTGTCGCGTACGGTGGCTCGTTGCGCACCGGAAGACTTAGTGATGACAGCAGCAACGTACCAGCAGCAGGATTTGCCGTTGTACCATGACTATGAGCATCGTTGTCCTTCTCTCGGTGCATCATCGGTGACAAGGGTGCCACTAGGGCATTTTGTTCCGCAGAAGAACTCGCCGCAAATAGGTCACAGGCTGCGAGTAACATTGGTAACAACGTATAACTGGCCCCGTTACGAATGCATAGGTGGTGCTGTTGAGAATCGTCCGTTGGTGTCATCATCGTTTTCTCAAAGGATGACCAAATGCCAAACGTGGCAAGGAGCCACGCGATACCGTGCAATATATCCATATCCGCGCAGCGCATCGTGATCCGAAGATCATCGTCGGCAAACGTAACGTGCGGTTGTGCGGCACTGCTACAGAATGCACCCACTAAAAAGCCATGCCGCGCAAAGCAATTGGCACCAAGCATTCGTGCCGGGAAAGACGACACTGTCATCGCAGGTGCTGCGCGTGCTGCCCACATCTGCTCCGCCAGCGCGTAGCCATCCCCAAACGAGACGGGTGCCGAGGCATCTTCCACGGGGCCGTCGTTTCCGGGCACAACAAGATTGACTGGAATGTGGTCTCCAAGACGGAGATGCGAGCCCTCAATGGGGACAACCTTGTTGTTGCGCCGCACCAAAAAGGATTTGGCCTTGGTTGCCATCACGGAACGGCCACTGGCGGTTGTGACGCGCAAGAGGGTGTCTGTGCCGTCTTGGTTTTGCGGCAAGTGGCGTGTCCACGCCGTGATACGGCACCAGTGCAACTTGCCATCCTCGTCCACACTCAGCACGCGCACTTCCTCACCGTTATCAATGTTGTTGGTGTTGGTCGAAGCGGCCGTAGTAGCAGAGTCGGTCTCTTTCTCATTTTCTTCTTGGTGACCATCGTTGCCAAGAGGACTACTGGTAGGAGAAGATGGCGACGGTTCCGGCTGTTGTTGTGCCAAATAGAGCATTTCGTTTCCGAGATCTTGTGCGAGACCCATATCTTTCCGCAATCGCCCGTCAATGTACTCCCCAATACTCACCACTTGCACCTGTTGGCGTTTCGGCCAGTGTAGAACAATTTTTTCGGTGTAGTCGACCGAGTTTAGTGTCATTTGCGTCGTTGGCTCGCCAATAGATTCCGCCGCAATAGCACCCACACCATCACCCGGATGCGCAAAGGAGGTCAGATATTCTGTGTAAATGGCGTCGCAAAGTTCGCACAACGAGTCCATGTCGTAATTGTACCGCTCGATGACATTGCGGCATGTCAGTGTGCAACGAACGACAAGCAAAAGAGAGGCATTCGCACTACCGCGCCGCGTAAGTGCGTCCAATCGGGCACACAACCGATCCACCTGTGCGAGCACTTCCGCCGGCGTCGGGATTTTTTTGTTGTTGCTGTTGTTGCATGCGACACCAGTAGTAGTAGCATCGGGCTTCCATCGCTGCAAGAATCGCGGAACATTCACACTCACATACAACAGCGGGTCGTACTTGCCACCGCTCATCAGCGATCCCGCCAACTTGGCCGCACGAATTTCATCTCGCAGAGACACAATGCGTTCAAATTCTTGCTGTTGAACACTTGCATCATCGTCGTCATGATGGTCCCCGTGCTCGGATAATGATGACTGGTGCGCATGGTGGCGAAACGAGAGGCGCTGACGCAACTGCGCGTTGCTCATGTCCAACTCCTTGAGGCGAATCCGATCGCCCTTGATAGCGTCGATATTATCGCTGCCGTACGAAAAGTCCACGACGGCGTTGTCCGCGTTGCGCACGGTGTGATCGTACTCCACCTTGAGCGACTCCATCGATTTCATGCATCGACGTTGCATGTAGCCAATGTTGGACGTCTTGACCGCGGTATCGCTGAGGCACTCGCGGCCCGACATGGCGTGGAAGTACAGTTCCTGCGGACTAAGACCGCGCTCAAAATTCGAACACACGTACCCGAGCGACTTGACACCGCGCTCCCCACGCTGGTAGCACGGAAGGGTGCGATCGCCGTAAATGTCAGGCTGAATACGCTTACCCTCGTTATTCTGCTGGCCGACGGCGCCTTGAATTTGCGTCATGTTGAACTTGGACCCTTTACTGCCGCAGACGGACGTGGCGAGCAGTGCATTCGCGTCGACGGTCGTGGAGGTTGCGACGATCGAACCCGCCACACCGAGGGCATTGTTACCCAGACGCAGGATGGTCTGCTCGACGTCCTGCCGACTCGACCCGACGAGCGCGGTCGACTGCTGCAGTGGTTGCAGTTGCGTGTCGACGTGTGTGACAAACTTTTCAAACAACTCATCGATGCGGTGATCGGAACCGGGCGGACATGTCACATCGTCGGGTCCGAGCGATAGGCCACGCTCCATCATCCACGCATGCATCAGGCGTTGCGCGTCGGAGACAAAGTTCATCGCATCCTGAGGACTCACATCGCGGAAGATAATACCCACTACACTGCCCTGCGTCGCGCCGACTGTCTGCTTGCAAAGCGCGCCCGTGAGCAACTCGCCACCCTGGATGGTGACGATGCGCTCCTCGGGATCGAATAGGTCCTTGGGGTCCTTGGGGTCGCGCACACGGCGCTTCACGTACAATCGCCGCGGGAATAGCAACGAGAAGATCTGTTTACCCGTCCATAGAGGCACGGGCTTGAGGATGGCCGGAGGTGGTAGCGCGCGCACGTTCTTTCCGTTAACGTCATGCCGAATCACCATCATCAGTTGCATCACCTGGTGTCGTTGTAGGAACACATTCTTGCGCGTGAACAAGAAGGCCCCCAAGAGGGCATCCTGCACGAGTGCAATGATAGGACGGTGCGATTGCGGCGTGATCATGTGCTGCGTGTTGGCGAGCAGTACGCGCGCCTCCGCACGCGTCATCTCACTCATCGGCATGTGCAAATTCATTTCGTCGCCGTCAAAGTCGGCATTATACGTGGTCACATTCGCCAGGTTGACGCGCGTGGTGGTACCCGGTAGCGACTTGACGCGGAACGCCAGCATACTCCCGCGATGCAATGATGGCTGGCGATTGAAAACGATGTCATCGTCGTCGCGAATGTACCGAAACACGGTCCAGCCATACTGCAGGTTGATCGCGTTGCGCTGGTCCTGATCGAGCAACTCTAGGTAGACCATCGTTTTGTCGTGCGTTGCGATAGCGTGCGCGCCGAGCGTATCGTGTGCGCCACGACGCACGCAATCCGTCAGTAGTTCGTGATTGTACCTCTGAACTTTGGCGCCGTAGACCAACGTCTGTCGCGTGACCTCGGACACGCCCAACTCGTCGGCGTCAATCGCCGCCTCGGGACTGATAACATTGCGCGCGCTATGGTCGTTACGCTTGCCCATCAAATTACCGCGCACGCGGCCCTCCTTTCCCTTCAGACGCGATGAGATGGATTTGGTGGGTTGACCGGATCGCTGCACCGATTGCTTGGCTCCTCGCACCTCATTGTTCACCAACGTACTCGTGTGCAACTGCAACTCCTCTAGCAGTAGTGGTGGCGGTGGTGGGCAATCATTCAATAGAACCTGGTCCTCGGTGGGCTGCGCCGAATTCTTGGTGGAGGCGCGCCACTTTTCAATGTTCCGCGCCGCCTTGACAATGTCGACCGTCTTTTTCGTCAGATCGTCCTGACCCTTGGTGCGCGCACCACTTGTCTCGGTAATCGCAGGCCGAATCACGGGCGACGAGACCAACATTACCGTTTGAATCATCCAGGCAGGATGCGCCGCAGTAGGGTCGAATCCTAGAATGCGGCAGTCGTCGGCAGAAATGTTCTGCAAAATATCAAGGGCCTCGCGTGCAGTGAAGGGATATTGTGTCAACTGTTTCCGATCCTCCTCACTGAGCACATCGGGCGTCGCACTCGCAAGGGTCTCCTTAAAGTCGCAGGTGATGACGAGTCCCGTCCGCGCATACACGGGCTGTTTGTACCCTGATGCAGGACAGTCGCAATGATGGGCGTGTCCGGTGCTACTGCTACTGCTACTATGAGTGTTTGTTGTTGTCGGTGGTGGTGCAAATCGACATTTACGAATTGTCTTGGCGGCTTGTGCCAAGCCCGACAAGCGCTCCTTGTGTACCGTGGTCTCAATGATGGCACGAAACTTGGGTACCTTTGGATCGAACAGCAAACGACAACACGAGAAGCAGACGAGTCGAAGCACTTTGAGAATCTTGTCCAACTGGCCCACCTGAAATACGGGCCACGGCAACTCAATATGACCCTCATGACCCTGACACTTGCCCACCATACCGCCACACGTACCGCAGCGAAACTTGCGATCAATCACACCCAGACGGTGATCATTTACGCCCCCGATCTTAGGAATATTCTTGTCGTAGATAATGGGCTCGGTAATCTTTGCCACGGAGCGCCGCCGAATTTCATCGGGTGACAAAAGACCAGCGTCGACACCGGTAATACGCACGGCATTCCCCTCCGAGTACTCGTACACCAAAAGTTGCGACATATACACGTGTGTACAAAGACGGGCTGCACAAAAAAATGAAGCCGTGTACCTGCAATGCCTCACTTCAGAAAATAAATAAATGTGTGCCTCCAAAGAAAAAGGGGGTACCAACAAAAACGACGCACTCATTTCATTCTTTGTTTGCAAAATCGCTCATCATCCAATATCAGTATGGATCCGCAATCTCTGTACCAAAAAACAGCCACCCACAATATCATCATGTCAATTGGGCATGTATTGTGCAGCGCATAATGATGCTGGTTACCGACGAACAGTAATTTTGCTGGCTAGCCAGACTTATTCCCACAATAGAACAGATGGTAATTTTGCTGGCTAACCAGACTTATTCCCGCAACAGGACAGACAGTAATTTTGCTGCCTAGCCAGACTTATTCCCGCAATAAGACAGACAGTAATTTTGCTGGCTAGCCAGACTTATTCCCGCCATAGAATATACAACTCGAGTTATGTTAATATTTTGCTTCACAGTATATACTGGAAGCACCTTTCCATTCCTACATATATTACACACATATGGTCATGTCCATCATGGTGCCGGTCGGTCTCACTACAGCAACGAAAAAACATACATATCTCCAGTTGGGTACACATCACTTATGTGTAGTACAATTCATTAACAAAACTCGAGTCGTATATAAGAGTTCAATTTCTACTGAACAGGACAGGTGCGTGTGGCACTAAAGTACCATACGTGTATCTTGCAGCAACCAGTGGATAATATAACTCGAGTTGCGAACCGATTCTCGTACAATATAACTGTGTGGGTTCACGTGTCTATAACAACACTTTTGGTACCACAGAAGAGCAATAGTACACACATGGACAAGTACATGTCCTGTGTACCATGTACACCACCTTCTGTCTGGTGTAAGGTGAGCCACAAATATTTTCCATACTCGTAATATATACAAACGTGTCTAAACTCGAGTGCTACATTCATAGTTGAACTTATACAATCAATGTGGCTGTTAGTACTCGATTAATGTACAATTCATAGGACGTGGTGTGTCGTTTGTTTCCGTCCATATGCACAGGTAACATGGCAACGAGGATAGGTATCGTGGACTCTGTTAATACCTGTACACACGGGTGCCCATCGTCGCGTAGGGCAACTGTTAAATCGATTCGCTTCTTGTCCATGTCGACGTGTCGGTTCTGCACGATGAGTGTGTGACAGGGTGTTGGTAGTGTTACCGCCATGATGGCTGTCACGCTTACATGGTGCTGATCGTTTGTCTGTTGAAAGACGATGCGCTCAATATACATTGTGTTCGTCGACATAGGGAAGTGGTGTGTAATGGAAAAAAACAGAAACAGGACACGTCGAGGTGAGTAGTATGTTTCGTTCGAGACACGCAATTGTGTCTCGATTTATCTATACAGGCGCGAGCGAGTTTTTTCTTTACCACATGGAGGGAGCAATGTCATTCGCGTCTTCTGTTGCAGGTCGCTTGCGTCGCTGTCGCCCGGGTATGTCTTGCAGTGGTTGCTGTTGTTGTGGTGATGCTGTAGATGAAGCCGTCGTTGCTGCTGCTGCTGCGGTGTAAAGTGCCGTTTTACTAGGACCTGCATCAAATTCCACGGCACCGTCGAGAGTTCCAAATGTTGCCGTGGTTGTAGGTACTGCAGTGGACGTCTCTACAAGGACCGGAGTTGGGAACTGGACGGGGCCTGTCCCGGCCGCCGCATGCCCCAGGGGAAGGGTGTATTTAGTGGGTGTAGTCGCAGTCAACGAAGATGAAGTAGTAGCAGGCTGGAATACCGCTGGCGTTGGAAGAATTTCGAGAGAAGGTCCTCCTGTCGTTGGTGTGAGTATCCCACGTGGATCAAGGACGGTAAGTGGTGCAATGTGTGGATTTGCAAGCATCAAAACTGATGGCTGTGCGGATGGTTCCGCCACGTGTGCGTGTGGTGAATTTTCGGTCGATGGGTGTGGTTCGGGCAATTCCATTGCGGGCTCTTCCTCTTCACCATCTAGGGCTTCTAGGGATGCTTTGATGCGGGATTGCTTTGCAATGCTTGTCGCCACAGGTTCAATATAACTACGGTATAACGCGAGGCCGAGGAGTGTGGCGGCGTGTAGTATGAGAGGGAGCGTTTGTTGCCAATTTGTGGCGCGCCAGAGTCGCAACAGTGCGAGAATCTGACGCGATGCCTGTGCCGTGTCGGTGAGTGTGACAATATTCGCGATGGGCAGGATTGCGCGGTGGACAACTGCACCTGCGCTGGGTGATCGCTTTCCAATAATGCCATCGACAGAGGATAGGACTTGCACCACGTTATCCAGCATATTGGTCAGTGCTCCCAACTGTATCTCGTGATGTGCAGCAAACGATGTCGCGGCCATATGGGCGATCCGCCTGGCAATAGATCCTGCATTTGCGTCGCCATTCATGGCCATGTCAAAGAAAACCTGGGCGATGCTTGTGGCGCGCCACGCAATAAAAAGTGTTGTGCGTGCGTTCGTGGATAACCAACTTGTGTTACTTGCAGAACCCATGATTTGACTGCCGATAAGAACGATCATAGATGCGATAAATTGGCCGACCCAGTACAGGGAACGCCATGCCATCAATTCAGAGGGTGCCTTGGTATTCTTGCGTACAAAGTGCGATAAGGTGGCTGCGGCCAGTAGGTACGCGCCAATAATGGCAAAATGGACCGCAGTCGCTTGGTCCGCCAGCCATGACGTAATGTATGAAAAAATGTTGACAAACGTCGTTGTTGCGTCCATGTACATATATAGGATCGATCCTACGTGGCGCTGTCGATTTGTTATATGGGAGTGTGATTGCACTAGCGGCGCGCGTGTACAGTTGCAACCGACGCCGTTTGCTTTTGTTATGCATGCGTTTTGTTTGTGGCCTGTTGATTGGCAGTAGAGTGAATGTACATACACATTGTATTTGCGCAAAAGTTCAGACACAGTTGGATGCACAGGTACATATACGGTGTGGTTTTCGGTAATCACCCGTAAACACACTCGAGTTACGCGGTTTATTTCGCCGAATTCCGTGTTCACAAAACAAACAATTTCTCCCGGGTAGGCTCTTTTGATATTTCCGCTTGTGTATTCTATGGTGTGAGGAACATAAACCCAAGTTTAGGCAGTGTTAATAGAAGAATAAACCACATACGCACAGAGTTCCGTTGTCGTCGCGCGCGCCTCATCCTAGTGTACGCGGATCAAGCGGTATGTTTTCACGCCGCGCTTCATCTCCCGTTGTTGCCGCAGCGGGTACTACTACTACAGCGGCGTCTGAACAACCACTGCGTGCGATTGCTATTGTCAATGACGACTACAATCCCAGCGGTAGCAGTGGTGACAAGCAGCCAATTGCTTTGGGGTCCTCCCCTCTCGATTCAGCAATTGAGACCTTGGCCCCGCCGACGACGATGATGCTGCCACAGGTTCGTATGGATCTGTCTCTAAAAGATAGTATTGGAACGATTATGGTATCTCTGCGTGCCGTTGAGCAGTCGTTTGCAGAGTTGGCAGCCCAAATGTCAGGCGTGGCGACAAAGATGCACGACGTCTCGGGTCGGTTGGTCGCGATGGAGGCACAATTTAGCGCCCTGGCTGCGACGGTAGAGGACACGCGTCAAAAGGTGGACGCGCAAAATCGGCGTCATGAGGAACAAGAAAAGATTAGTCAGGAATACCGAAAGATTCGCGAATTTTCTCTATTGAAGAAGAACAGTCAATTTACACCGGCGCCCTTCTCTCAGAGTCATGCAGTCACAAAGTTTGGACCGTAGTAGTCGACGGCAGCCGCGCAGGGTCCCGGTCCCATCCGACCATCACTTATGTATTCTTTCCTAAGTGGTTTGTACATAATAATTATATACTGGAGCGCAAGTAATGATATTTATATACATATGGAAATAGAATCAATCGACTACTTTATAGTGTGTTGCGGTGTACGACGACTGAGATAGTCCGCAATGGGTTGCCAGGACGCGATGAGTTCCTCCGTGTTGTTTTCCAGTGCGTAGGGAAACGCATCTGGCCAGCCGTAGACGTCAAACGTTGATGTGGCTTCACCACTCTCATGATCATCATCATGTTGTGCAGCGGCAGAAAACGAAGGGTCGGAGGAGGTTGATACTTCCTCCTGCTCCTCTTCCTCATTGCTGCTAGAGGCAGGATCCGCGGCTTGCAGCATATCAGCATAGTGTGTTGCGTGAGAAGCACTGCGCACTCGGTTTGGTTTGAATTCAGGATCGAGGTCATACTCTTGCTGTGGACCACGTGGGGCATATTTTCGCCGTGGACCACGTGGCTTTGATGGTGCCAATTGACATGCGTGTTGAATGCCTCGCTCGATGCAGTTACTGCACGGCAGAGCATGACAGCACGCTAAGTGCGCATCACGACATGCAGCACATGCGCGTGCGGTTCGACGACGGCGTCGTCCCGATGAAGTCCGTGTCGGTCCGATCATGGAGGGGGTTAATGACCCCTCTGTCGTCAGTGGTTCATGCCCTGGTGGATGTGGAGGTTCCATATAATATAGGTTAAGAAAAACTGTGTTATTCATAGAGATCCGATGCGTGGTGGAACGTTGCATTGTATCTCCTCGAGCCTTTGCGAAACTCGAGTATGTGTATGCACCGTCCACAGTGCACACGTATGTACAGTGAACGATGGCAATACCACACTGTATCGGGATAAATGCATATATCATGATTGTGCCTTACTTGGTTTTTTTTAGTTTTTCGGTCGATACTATATATAACAAACGGGTGCGTTTGTCAGAGAGACCGTGAACGGCAGCGCGCTCTTTTCATGTCGTCCTCTTCATCGCGTTCGTGTGACAAATGTAAGCGAAAAAAGGACAAGAAGAACAAAAAGAAGCACCATCATGGACACGACGACAGTGATACGTGCTGTTGTGATCAAGATAATATGTGTTGCATGTTCGAAGGAGCGACAGGTCCGCGCGGTCCTCTAGGCCCCGTCGGTGCAACGGGACCGACGGGAGTTACGGGTGCGACGGGTGCAACGGGAGGCGCCCCAGTTGTATTTGTGACCAAGTTCAAAGTCTTTGACGTGGCAGGGCCATTTACATTCGATTGGCCCGATCCTGACATACCGGCACTGTTTGTGACCATGATTGGTGCCGGTGGAGGAGGAGGTGGCGGTGCTCTTGTGGATGGATTTGGTGGCGCAGGAGGTGGTGGGGCGGCCAGTGGTGGCGCCGTTGTGAGGTTTTCGCTGTTCAACAACGGCCTTAATCCTACCCTTACAGGTGTGGTCGGTGCAGGTGGAACCGGTGGAGCGGGAGCACACTCTGCGACCTTAAGCGACGTGGATGCGGGATCGGGACAGGATGGAGAGAGCACCAGTATTACGTTCCCGAATAGTACTCGAATGGTTGCACCCGGGGGTGGTGGCGGCTCCGGCGGCTCTGTTCACCCCAGTGCAGTGCCACCCGAGGCGGCAGGTGGTACCGGCGGGCCAGGATTACGCCCCGAATGGCAACCCATTGTGGATAATATTATGTTTGCGCCGGTACCATTTGTGACCGGTCTTGTTGTCTCGTCAGTCGAAAATCCTGGCGGTGCGGGAGCAATGGTGACTCCGTTTGAGGTCATACCGTCACACCCCGGTTTCTGCGGACCGTTCGCACCTCTCGTGTCAGGACTGTCGTCTGGCCTGCCATCATTGTTGCCACATATTTTCCAATCGTTTGGAAAAACAGCGGCAAGTGGTGGAGGAGGTGGAGCCAATGTTTTCAACATTCGCATTAATCAGTCTTCACCAGGCAGTTATGGTGGTCCCGCCGCACTCCCCTATATGGGATACCCGTCGCATGCGGATCCTCCTAAGAAGGGTCAACTTGCAGATGGGGGAGGTGGTGGTGATATGCTTATTTTACCGCTCGTTGGCGACTTTTTCGGCAGCGGAGGCGCCGGAGGTCACGTTGACACTGGTGCTGTGCAGGATGGAGAAACTGGCTCTCCGGGGATCGTCGTCTTTGAATGGTGATACAAGAATAGGTAGATCCTTTTTTTCAAGCAAACGAAATTTGATGTGCATGTACGCTTCGCTGTAAACAAACATGTAAGTAGTACGATTCCTATAAATGCCTTGAATTACGTTTGTTATATTTTTTTTCATTATATGCACAGTGGCCTCCTGTTACCCACACAAAGAACGCAAAATCATGTTGCCCTTAAAAGTTAATATCGAGCGCAAACAGCCGAAACTCCGCGCCTCCTGACGATGTGTTGCGTTGCGCTTGGAAAATGAGTCGCTCTGTCGTCGTCGGGAAAGGATTGGTAAACACAGTTACCACCTGCACCGTACCTGCCGTATTTTGAATTCCGGTAAGTGTGAAGATGGCTGTTCCCGTGGCCGGTCGGAAGAGGCGCACGTTCCACGTTCCGGTTGTCGATGTCTGGTAGAAGAATGTTACGCTTGTGGGTACAGACGACGTTGTCGGGAATAAAATAGATGCCATGTCAGAAAAGACTGCCGACTGGTCGGCGCGTGCTGAAATATACGGCGCGCCAGATCCAGCCACAAGGGTAGACCACGAAAACGTGAGTGCCAACGGAGCCGCCACGACACCCGTCGCACCTTGTGGACCGGTCACGCCAGTGGCTCCGATGAATCCAGAAGATCCAGTCGCACCTGTTGATCCGATGGGTCCCGTTGTTCCTGTACTGCCAGTTGCTCCCTGTGGACCACTGGCTCCTGTTGCGCCGATCACTCCAGTGGCGCCGGTGGCTCCACTCACGCCAGTGTGCCCCGTGGCTCCGGTGCTTCCAGTCGCACCTGTTGATCCGACGGGTCCTGTTGTTCCCGTATTGCCCGTCGCTCCTTGTGGACCACTGGCTCCGGTGTTTCCGATTGCGCCTGTTGAACCCGTACTTCCCGTGATACCTTCAGGTCCTGTTGGGCCTGTCGCACCTACACCAGTGGGACCAGTCACACCGGTCGATCCCTGATGTCCCGTGGCGCCCGTGTTACCAGCACCGGTATTTCCTTGCGGGCCCGTGGGTCCAGTCACACCCGTCGCCCCTTCGACGCCTGTCGCGCCCGTGTTCCCGACGCCTGTACTGCCTTGTGCACCGCTGGGTCCAGTCGAGCCCGTCTCTCCTATGGATCCAGTTGCTCCCGTATTTCCGATACCCGTGTCGCCTTGCAGGCCTGATGGGCCCGTTGCACCGGTTCCGCCGGTAAAACCCGTCGCTCCTGTATTCCCAACACCCGTGTCGCCTTGCAGGCCAGATGGACCCGTTGCGCCTGTTGCACCTGTGGCTCCCGTATTCCCAACGCCCGTGTCTCCTTGTAGGCCTGATGGACCTGTTGCACCTGTGGAACCCGTCGCTCCTGTATTCCCAACACCCGTGTCGCCTTGCAGGCCCGATGGACCCGTTGCACCCGTAACACCTGCGCCAGTGGATCCGGTGGCACCCGTATTTCCAATACCTGTGTCACCTTGCGGGCCCGATGGACCCGTTGCACCCGTAACACCTGCGCCAGTGGATCCGGTGGCACCCGTGTTTCCAATACCCGTGTCACCCTGTAGGCCCGACGGACCCGTTGCACCAGTTACTCCACCGGGATTTCCGGGAGGACCCATTGGGCCCGTTGCACCTGTCACTCCCGCACCGGTTTCTCCTTGCGCGCCCGTTGCACCAGTAACACCTTCGAGGCCCTGGGGACCCGTTGCACCTGTAACACCTGCCCCTGTTTCGCCCACAGGTCCGGTCGCGCCGGTGACGCCTTCTGGACCCTGTGGTCCTGTTGCGCCTGTAATTCCCGTACCTGTTTCTCCTTGCGCGCCCGTCGCACCTGTGACTCCTTCTGGACCCTGTGTTCCAGTGGCACCTGTGACTCCTCCCGTACCTGTTTCGCCTGCAGGCCCGGTCGCACCTGCTGCGCCGGTTTCGCCTTGCGAGCCCGTTGCACCTGTAGCGCCGTCTTGGCCCGCACTTCCTTGGGGTCCCGTACTACCTGTATCACCGGCAACGCCCTGTGGTCCAGTGTCACCCGTCGACCCTTGCATGCCGATGGGCCCAGTTGCACCCGTGAGGCCAGTGCTCCCGGTTGGACCCATTGGCCCTGACGCGCCTGTTACACCCAGAGACCCAGTCGCGCCGGTGGATCCAATTGCACCTGTAGGCCCCCATGCACCGCTAGGCCCCGTTGCACCCGTGCAACCCGACGCACCGGTTCCTCCATCTTCTCCACGTGGTCCCGTACTTCCTGTAATACCGGGTGGGCCCGTACTCCCCGTTGTACCTGCCTGCCCCGTAGGTCCTGTCGCTCCGGTGGCACCCACCCGCTTCTTGCGTTTGTGGCGCCAGCACTTCTTGTGGTGCTTACATTCGGCGCAGTCCATGTCGTGGGTGTCGCTTACATCACGATACAGATGTGTTGTTGTCGTGTTGTTGACTGAGGCGACATTGTTGGAGGAGCAAAAGGTCGGAACGACGGGCGTTAGTGTCTTTTTTCGCGACCGTAGTTCCATATATACGAGGACTGCGTGTCGAACAAGAGCGTCGCGCACTTGCCAAGCTTGGCCTTTGAAACGTACACTGGTGAAAAAAACATGACACCGGAGTTTATAATAGGTGCGTCGCAGAGAATGCGAAAAAAATTCGTCTCTTTTCGTATGTATGGTGGAGCACGATGTATTGGTGGGGAATCCATCCATCATATATAGATATATGTGATGCTAAATATACCCCGTACACGTGAGTAGAGATGTGCGCATTGTATAGAGACACGACAAACACACACAGATGCAAACAAAGTGTAATTCATCACACCAGAATAGTACGGGAGGACACATATCATCGAACAAATACAAGGGCAGGGTCTTCTTCCTCGGTTGGTGTTGTCTTTTGTCTCTTCTTTTTCCGTTTTTTGGTTGTCGCTTCCGCATTTGGCAACTGCGTTGGAGTCTTCACATGGGTATCTTCTTGGACATTCTTTGTGATGGCGGCATGTGATCGCTTCTTCTTTTTCTTGTTTGTGTTTGGTGCACCACTCTGGTCTTTTTCACGCGCGGGAGTAAAGTCCGCGTCATTATCACTGCGGGACAATGGCTGCTTATGTATGACTTTCGATTTGTGTGGCAGAGGAAGGCCCGTGGTTGTCCTCTTCTTCTTGTTCGGTTTCGGCGGCGAATCCGACGGTGGGTTCTTCTTTGACCCGGTGTAGTGTAAAAATAATGTGGGCGCGTCATTTGATCGCGTGTCTGTGTCATCATCATTGTCCCATAGACTCCAGTGCGCTGATGCCGAGGAAACACCACCAGCCGGCACGGATGACGCCGCCGCAGCAGCAGTACTGCCATTGTCCAGAACAGCAGCAACGGCACCATCCTCTTTGGTTTGCGTGACGATGGATGCAGCCGCCGCCAAACTTACCGATGCATGGAAGCGACATACTTGCCCGTTGCCCGCATTGGCGCGGAAAATGCTATGCACATCGTCTTCAGTGATGGCCGTCGACTCTAGCGTGATGGCAGTGGACGCCCAGCGCTTCTCGGAAAACAAAGTCTCCGCTGCCATACGTTTGCGGTGCTGGATACGCAACACATCGTCCTCGACTGTTCCGGGACACCGCAGGCGGATGACACGAACGGGGCGCTTTTGACCCATGCGGTGCACGCGATCGACCGCCTGATCTTCCGCAAACGGGTTGTACCAGGAGTCAAAGATAATAACAGTGTCGGCGACTGCAAGATTGAGCCCGAGCCCACCGGCTTGCAAGGAGCCCAGAAAAATCTGCTTGCTCGGGTCGTCCTTGAACATGCGCACGTAGTGATTGCGCTTGTCAATGTTGGATACGTCGCCGTCGTATCGCACTACACCATAACCCTCGCTAATGAGGGCATTTTCAATGACATCCATTGCCGTGGTCCATTGGGAAAAAATGACAGTCTTGCTCTGCGCGTTACGACGGCGCGCATCCGCTACACACTCAATCATCTGCTGGATCTTGGTGCTCGGAAAGCGAGCAACGGATGGCTTTTGTGGAACGGATCCGCCGAACAGGAGTGGCACGGCCGGAGATGGTGCGGGTGGCTGGATCAATGCCTGTTTCCAATGAGTGGCTTGATCACATAGGGCACACACACTGGTCGAAGGAGTTGTCGTGCTATCGACGTCATCACCATCGTCGTCATGGGAATCGCACTCCACTACTGCGGCAACTGACGCTGCTGATGATGATGACTTTTGCAATTGCGCCGTCATGTCACGGAAACAGGGTGCACACAGGCGATGTCCACAATCCAATTCGCACAGTGCACCACCATTCGTGTCGGCACTGCATGCGCAGCCAACACACGACTGATCGGCGACCGTGTTCTCAATTGCCGCAGTCGACGACAGGGACAGACGACTCAATACGCGCGTGTAAACGCGACCGAGCACGACAAGAGGATGATCACATGCTTGACGAAGACGCAACAAATACGACAACATGGTGCCAAACATTTGCAACTTATTGCGCTGCAGCGAACTCTGAAATTGTGCGTACTTGCGCACTGCCAACTGGAAGATGTAGTCATAAAAGGCGCGCTCGCGAGCGTCCAGCGGACAGTCGATAATAACATGCTCCACGGGTGGCAGATCCAGAATACTTTTCGTGCGTCGAAGCAAGCACTGTTCGCGCCACTGCGCAATGGCCTTCTCGTCCTCGTTGTGCTTGTTCCACCAGTGCATCGAGTGATAGGGTGCGATGCGCAAAAAGGCACATAGCGAGGCCACGTCGCTCACCGAGTTGTTGTACGGCGTACCCGTGACGCACCAGCGGCGCTCCGCCTGCAGCGCCATGACCGCATGCGACACCTGTGTGTTCTGCGCGCGTACAAGATGCGCCTCATCGAGTATAATACGACGCCAGTGCGTGTCGAAAACAAATGAACGCGTTGATGCCGACCGCTTCCTGTGAAAGTGCTGCTTGTGCTCGGCGCGTAGTGTGTCGTAGGTCATGAGAACGACAAAAAACAGAGCGGCGGTCGCCGGTTCTGCTGGTGCCGCCACAACTGGCACTTCTTGCACAGACGACGATGATGATGATGACTGCTCCTGTTGTTGCTTGTCATGTCGTTGCCGGAGCCACTGTTGATGATGCCGCCGCTTGGTTTGTCGGCGCTTTCCGTGGTAAATTAGAATACGCTCGAATGGCACGTTCGTGTGCGCCATGATTTCGTCGCGCCACTGGCCGAGCAGACTCTTCGGACAGAGGATTAAATTGGGTGTAGACGGCCACTGCTGCGGTTGCTCATGATGGTGTGAGGATGATGCACCGGGCGCATCAGTAATGTCGCTCATCATGAGCGCAATGGAGTCCATCGTTTTGCCCAATCCCATATCATCTGCTAGGATACCGCCGCCTTGCTTTTGCTCACACGTCTTCATCCACTCTAGCGCATATACCTGGTGCGGCATTAGTGCCGTCAGCAGACGGACCCGCCCCGTCGTCGTAGCACCAGCACCATCTTCGTACGATGGCGGTGTCGTTAATAATACTGACGTCGGTACCACGTCATCCATAGGGACAATAGGCGCGGTGGGCTCCGTCATACTTTTCTCTCTATATTGCGTGCGTGAGCAGCAAACCACACACCACGAGCGTCCGCACAATCACAAGCACCGACAACACCACTCCATGTGGTGGGGAGAATAAATGAGGTCTCTTCGTTTACATACATGTGTCTCACCCAGGGGTGCCCCGAATGTGTGATATCTTCGCGTTTAATATCTCGAGTATGTCCGCACCCAATTGACTCTGTGCCAACACGCCCGCGCGCAACAACATACTCTATGATGTGATGACGATTTGGACGAGAGCATGTTTATATACATTTTCGCTGGTGTGTGAGCACGAATATAATACATTTGACACGACCGACGAGACGACACCTATTATTGTACATGTGATGATGGTCACACAGAAATCTGCTTTGTTGCTCCTTTGATGGTGTCGGCGTCGTCATGCTGAGAATGGGGGAAACATATCAATATCGCTTATTTCGGCTTCTTCGGTGACGTTGGCTTCATCGACTTGTTTTTTTGGAATCAGAGTCGTCTGTTGCCACCGCAATGATGATATTGCCGCATAGAGAGGTGGAAAGACACGCGACCACACTGGCAATGTGCATGTTGCCACGAAAGAGCCACACGCGGTAAGAGGAAACAGGGCCCATATGATGGGACTCGTTGTCGGCCGCAACCTCTTGCGGGCTTGCTGGATACATAACCCGTATATACCACCGGCAACAGTGTACCGCGTATACCACTCGCAACGTTCCCTTTGTGCATTCGTGTCCTCATTTTTGGGGTTGTTCACATGCGCCACCACAACAGGCACTCCTCCTGAGGAACATGAGGTGATTGCAGTAGTATTATGGGTATTATTTGGACGAGCGTCCATGACGCTAGAGTCGCAGTATTGCTGAGTGACGTATTTTGGAAAAATAACAAAAGATGACATACCAGACCGACTGTGCGAAACGACACACGTAAAGTAGTAGTATATTTGGCGCTTTAAAACTGCTTGCACAGAGACAACAACATATCAAGTGGTGCATCTCGAGTGTAATCGAATAATACCAGTACTGACATATCTACGAACACCATATATATATATACATATACAAGTCAACGTGTGTATTTTTTCGCGTGACAAACCATTGTACAATTTGGTGCATGTGTGACTCTGTGGTTTTTTAAAGATGCACATTTTCAAGACGCTTGGTCTGCATCTCGACGCAACACTGGCGGCATACCGGTAGATCGCCGTTCAGTAAAAAAGACGCACCATCTGTATACAACTTTTCGGCGGCGACGGCTTGATCGTAGATGGTAACATTGTATGCCGTTTTCGGAGGGCTCTCCTCATTGGGTGTTGCGTTTGCGCTACCACATCGGGCGCAATGGCACAATCCTTGCGGGTACATGTCAAAGATGAGTGAACGCGCATGTTGCTCGATATGATGCTGTACACGAACGTCTGCGTCGACCTTTGGCGCCGTCTCATCGGCGGAGAACGTTACCCGAATGTGCGGCATTTCGTAGAAAACTGTAGGTATGAGAAGGGCATATTCCTCGTCGGAAAGAAGGTGATTGTGCTTGCGTCCAAACTCTTGAAAGATCGGTAAGACCCATGCAACACGGTCACCGGGTGAAACGTACTGACACATGCAGCAGTCAGCCATCTTGCGCGCGTACTACACTACTTGTAAGTTTAGTTGCAGGAAAATCACTACAGAGAGAGACACACGATAATATGTTTTTATATGTACAAAATCACCACCTGACATAAACTCGAGTGCTAGCATGGAACCTCTAAATCTAAGTATACATGTATCACATGTTCCGATACAAAAATCGAACAACTAAAAAACTAGTGCTTTAGAACACTCATTCGTTTTCATTCACTTGCAGGATTACAAACGCAATATTGTCTTGGACGGGCAAGTGGGTTTTCAGACTCGATAGCACGTCCGCACCCACACGATCGAGTGCGGCGGAAGTCACGACCGCCTCTTCTTGTTGTTGTGATTGTTCTATAGCGTTCAATGCCATCGTTTCGTTGTAATGGCTGCTGCTGTTGTTGTGACCGTGGTGACGATGACTCTGGAGGTAATGTCGAATAACCTGTCTGGCGTCCCACCGATCGTCCCACAATCCATCTGTTCCTACTACCAGTGTATCACCCGGATACAGAGTTTGAGATGCCACATGCGGGTCTGACGTCAATCCGTAGTGACGGAAAAGAGAGTGCCCAAACGTGCGCGATGGCATGATGGCGCGGGTTGAAAATACTGGCAGTGGGTCCATGATTTGAAAGTACGGTGGGTGGGGCTCTACACCAAAGGGTTGCAAACGGTTCGCCTCGGATGCGTTGTTCACGGTGTGATCTGCGACCACACGCACCGCATCGACAGGTGTTGTCGTTATCGTCGGACCCACAGGATTGATGATGATGTCGCTGCCGTTGTTAGGAATGTTGCCTGCCGCTGGAAACACGTACGCGTCGCTATCGCCTACATGTGCCACATATAGCCGCATGCGGTGGGTGCCGCCGCCTTCGGGGAGCACCAATGCGACCGTGCATGTACATCCATAGTCCAGTTCGGCAATAATTTCATCATTCATGTTGGTGTAAAATGCGACGAAAACGGGCGTGGACTTGTCGCGCGGGTCAGGAATGGGCAACAAGATTTTGTCGGTCACCACTGCGCGTGGATTCTGCCCGCGCGACTGTTGTTCGTCAAAGAACGCCTTCGGGTCGGCCATGACCTGCTGGAAGTGAAATCCATCAATCTGGCCCCGCATCAAATCTTGACGTCGCTGCTCCGTCTTTGCCTGATACATCTTCTGGTCGGCCGCTTCCGGGTATAGACTCACCCGACGGAATTGGGGCGTCGATATGTAGTATACAGGTTCGGCGCCGCGATTGTACTCTGAAATGAGATCCTCTTGTGTCGCTCGAAAGATGTCTCGCATACTCAGCGGCACATTGATGGTTCCGACGGTAGTTGTAGTGCTGGGCGGCGTTGCTTGCATCTCTTGCACTAGATCGTTTGCGAGCGCTTCGAGTCGCTCCATGAGGCGCTCGGTGACAAACTTGGCTGTCTCGTAGCCGCCGACGAACCGTGTCGGTGTCAACGGTACTGCGCCATGCCCGTCGCAAATGACAATGATGAAGCCCCCGCCAGGTAGTCGGCGAACACTCCCATAATCCTCCATGCGAATGCCGGTTTCACCCACCGATAGACTCGTCACATTTTCAAATGGTGTGTCGCCTGCCACGTCCTGTCGATACTTGTTCCCGTAGTCACGAAAGACTCGACTCACCTGTACATTCGCACTACCACCCACAGCAGAATTCGGCAGTGGTGGGTGGCTGCCACCAGTAATGCTCCTCGAGGAAAACATATGCGGCATACGTTGTTTTTTTACTGTGAACTTTCTTATTCGCGTGTACAGCGTATATTATTATTATGTACACACCGGCCGCACCACGCACAACACACCTCTTTCCTTTCTTACCAGTCTGAATTTATTTCTTCGTTTGTACAGATATACATGCACATGTGCGTGTCTCTCTCTTGTTCACACGACGTTTGTCTTGCAGCGTGCACGGATGGTCTTTTTCCTGCACGCTATTTCGTCATCTTCATTGCCAGTCCCGAAACGGAAAATCTGTTTTGTAGTTGTAGGCGTCACGATGATGGTCGAACCGTGTCCACCGCTCCACTGGATTCAACTGAAACATTGCGGATGAGGCACGGGAGGAGGCGCACGATGTGATGGCCGAATTTCTTTGGCCATATCGCTGTTCCGCGAGTGGTACACTCACAACAGCACTACTGCCCTCGAATGATGGAGCCAATTGTGCCATATGTGGAGATGTTGGCACGCTCTGCTTCTCGACGGCGGCACTGGCGGTGGTTTGTGCAGACGCACCCGTATGTGTCTCGTTTGCCGTCGCAAGAGGAGGACACTTGGATGTCAGAATTTGCATCACAACTGTTGAAACTCTGGAGGGTACCTCTGATGTAAAGGCCCAGTTCTGGTGAACACATTGCTTTGACATTTGTTGTGGCTTTCTCGTACTTACAACACGTGTGTATGTACGCGACAATGTCTAAGAATGAACGTGCGCACACCCCCTGTGTGTATGTATTCCCTATGTCCTGCGAAAGGAGGAACTACTGTTGTTTAAATTTCACTTACGCGCAACAAAAAAAACACTATCCTAATAATTTGTGCGCGGCTCTATCACACTACCACAACAACATGAACACACACACAAACATGGATTATTATCGATAACGCAAACTCGTTGTTACAGGCGGATAATACATAAAGAGAGATACGCGCAGAGAAAACAACGCGACGCAGACGACAGCATAAAGTAGTTTGAAAAAGCCGCGCGCAACATGTGCGGTGCGTATAGGCTTCTTTTCTATCTTTGTCTCCTGCTTACAATAGCGGCGACACTGAACTATGTGTGGATGGCCATTGGCCCCGGACCGAAACAAAATCTCTTTCGAATTCTAGGACAGAAACTGCATTTGCAGCGATCAGGCATGACCGTAGTGTACAGCGTCATCGCAATGGCGGCCATCTTCACGCTTATTCAGGCAATCACGCTCGACATGACAAACGCGGAAACACAATGTCTATAGACAACTCGAGTTTTGTGCAAATATTTCATTACACCATCGCGGCAGTACCCGGACAGTCGTACCTCTTGTACACAAAACTGTAGAATGTACACTTTGTTCAAGTAGGGTGGTGTTAGTATACTATCCTGGTGTATATGCATACCCATAAACGAAAACCTATGGTATGGGCGTAGCCGTAATATGTTGCAAAACTCGAGTTGTATTACAGTGTATATATAAAGCGCACCAAAGAGGGTCCTGCTTTTGTCGCATGGGGGTGCGGGTGCTGTAACACAACGCGACTCGATTATGGCCATCACGCGCCGCCGACATGCAGCGTCCGACGCACCCATTGATTACGCGTATTTTGTGCAACTGTTTTTTGAGATCACTGCCAGTTCGCTGATCTTTATTGCGGCCTATACATGGCGCGATGCTGCGGAGTACTGGTTCTACCGTGTCGATCCTCAGAATGACACACCTGCGGGACATTACATATTCGCCGCACTGGTGACATTAATAAGTATTATCGTCATCATTATCGCCGGCCTGTGTCTGATTACCACTTCTGCGCGCCGGCAACAACAACGGTGCGCCTAACTCGCTTCGCGCTTGTATATGTCTATTTCCGTACCGGACAAAGCGTACATTGCGATGATATGGGTGTATGTTATTGTCAGAGATGAGAAAAACACGCGCTACGTGTAAGAAATAAAGCGCTTTGTAAGCCTGCCAGCCGCGAAATAATATACGACGGCCGTGTAAATGCATTGTTCATATGCACGGTGCAGGCATATCTTCGTCGATGGCCGGAGCAGCACGGTTCCTGCGACTCATTCTACCGGCCCACTTTTTCCCGGCGCAAATACCTCCGATTGTTCCTCAGTTTGGGTACCCTTTGCCTCCAGCATCTGTAGTAGCCACAGAACCGGCTGCTATGCTGGCGAATCTGTCGACGTCGCAGGTGCCGTCCTCTGCCGCCACACCCACAGGTCAAGAATGGGCCGAACTACTGACGCTCGATGCCTTGAGCGTGTTCTTCAGCGCTATGGCGACCATGATAGCGCTCATCGCACTAATGGCTGCGCTGCAAAATACACAGTCGGTGGCTTCCAAAATTGATACGTGTAATGAACACTTGTCATCGGTGCGAGTTCATCTCCAGCAACGACACCGCACCAGCAGAAGAAAGCGCAAACGGCGCCGGCATACTGCACAACAGCACCATGCACACAGGCGAAGAAGACAGAAAACAACATCCCAAGTTCAGACCGTCCTGCAACCGTCCAAGTATTACGCGCATTGAGGATATGTGTGCGCGCAAAAGAACCTCACACACGGACCGCTGGTAGAAATAAAATACAAAAAGCACCACTATTGTCTCGCATTTGCCGTTCATTAAGAATATGTGTTCATATATGTGTGATATTGATGCCATTGATGCGACTAATACAGCGGTGAGGCGCCGTCATGGACAGCCTGTACGACACAAGAAAGTACATTTTTTGTTACTTTTGGTATCGTGGAAGTTAATGAAATGAATTTAATTCAAGAATCTTTTCGGACAGCGATTCCAGGAGGAAGAAGTCATCTCACGCTCGCGATTAGCGGACTGTACGGCATGTATTTATGAAGAAGATATAGATGTTGCGTATAATGTATACATATGAAATGACACATATACAACAGCGAGAGGTACTTTGGCCGAATACCATCCCCTGTGCGTGAGCCCACACAAACATTACAATTTACTCTGCGGAGAGAGAAAGAGTACTCCCTGACATTTGCGCACACGCAGAGAGTGCTACATCCAATTATCTGTGACATATGGCTTCCACTCCCGCTGCTGCTCCTGCTCCTGCTCCTGTAAATGGGCTGAACATTTTGGATCAGTTCATGGACATGTTTGTAAAATTCATGGACGCCCTGCACAAGACATTCCCCAATTGTCAAAAGACTGCAGAGTACTACAACGACGTGTTGACAATTGTTGTGCCGAATAAGCGCGTGCAAAAAATGGTGATTGAGAAGTGGCACAGCACCCTGGAACCCTATTACGAAGCGTGCCAGAAAAAGGATGAGACTGTGTTTTTGGATACGAACACAAAGATTGAGATCCTGGACAATGTAAATTTTCGCAAGAAGTGGTTGGGCCTGCGCAAGAGCCCCGTGTCAGTTGAGAGAATGTGGCAGTTCGTGCAGGAGTTGAACCGTTTCGCAGCCATTTACATGACAGTGCCGACGGCCATTCTACAGAATATGGAATCTGTCTCTGGTGGCATCTTCCAAGACGTACTAAGCGGCAGGGTTGACGTAAGTCAACTGGACGTGACTGCCATTGGAACACAGGTGTTGAATGGCACGAGTGATATGGATGCGATGGAGTTGGTGAAGGGAATGGGCAAGTTGTTTGAGACCATTGGCAACACCTCGGATATGCAAGCGCAAATGGGTCCGAATGGGCCTAAGATTCCCGACATTCGGGTGCCTGACATCCAGAAGATTGTCAAGGGCTTCTCGGCCATGGGAGATATGCGTGGGAACGCAGGGTCCACACAAACAGTGGAAGACGTCTTCAAGGAGGGATGGAAGCCACCTTCGTAAGAATAGCGCATACGTACATGTAATTGAGTACAAGTATGTGTGTCATCACGAACGAATTATGTACGCCGCACAGACATGCGAATGTATATATTATATATAACCCGACAATACAACACAAAACCGCAGATGACAATGCTGTTACATATCGTTTGGTATTGCCGCCGTCGGATATTTAATGCAGCACCGAATTGATGAGGATGATTCTGAAGACATATGAAAGGAAATCTTGACACCCGAGGGGTCCGTGACGGTTACGCGGGTGTCGTCGTCATCACACCATGTAAAGGTGGTCATGTGAATAATGTCGTGAAACGGATTTTTGGACGGCAGCACACTCGTGACCGCGGCATCAGCAGCATCGCCCTCATTTGTCTTGCCAAAGTTCTTGTGCAACGTTTGTCGCAACGCAAAGCCAAAATATTGCTCTTTTAGGAATCGGCGGACATTGTAGGGTGTGCATGCATCGAGCATTTCCTTCACAGTGTTCAACCGAATCTCCACCGGCGACAATGGGGTCGGCACTCCCTTTCCAAAGCGAGCCTCCATCAGTTTGTCCGCCAACTGCATGACATCCGCCACGGTTGGCCACGGATTGGGTGCAGACGGATCGTAGGCCCATTCACCGGCTTCGTTCAACCAGGGGCCATAGACAAGTTCGGCGTCGTTTGCCTGGTTTGCGCACTCCTGCGGAAACACGTGCAAAAGCGGTTGCAATAACCACGCGGACAAAAAGTGTGTCAACCGAGGCAGATCGTCATACAGTGTTGCGGCGTAATCGAACAATTCACCCACTGTTCGAATGCGGACAACCGTCGTGGATGGCTGTGTCGATGATGACGAAGACTCGGACGCAGAAGCGCATGGTTGTTGCGAGGGCACCGCAGCAGCAGCATCATCGGGTTGTGGGTGCTCCATACTAGGGTTTTTTGCGGTGAATACAACAAACAGACAAATAAGAATGCACTGAAAAGCCGGAACAATCCAAATATCATTGTGCAATATCTCGAGTATTACCTAACCTCGAGATGATAGCGACGTACAACACGGTTCAATATATGGCGGCACAAAGGATCTACTATGGAGTTAAGGGTATACAAACAATGAATGAAATTTTTTGGGAACATACATCGTGGTTGAACGGACGAGTCATATATAATATATGCGTCGATTAACGAACGATCAAATTTATGTGGTGTATAGATCCAAAGCGAGTCAATCTCTTTCGTTGCGTGTCTGAACAAGTATACTCCTTTGTGTGTATACTCTATCCTCTCATCGCATCGTCTTCTCTCTTTCTCATCTAGTCATCACTTCTCTGTGTGTGTCTCTCTTACAAAGCAAAAAATGGGCCGTTGCCAAAAGTGCGGTAAGAAAGTGTGCAAGTCCTCCAGTCGCGTCTGCAAGAGCCAGAACAAGAATCGCGAGAATAACGCCAACAATGCGCAGATCATCAACGTCGACGTCATCCCCGACACTTCACAAGTGTTGACCCCTTCGAATGACAATGCGCAGAACAACCAGGCCAATTCTGGTCAGATCAATCCTATCCAATCCCAAATTGGCTCTAATGGCGGCTCCTTCTCCCCTGTCCAGCCCATTCCTGGCGCGGCTGCTGCCGCGAGTCCTCTCGGTGGTCTCACGGCCGAAGAGGTGAAGAACCTGCTCAAGGGCGCGACCGACTTTGCCACTGAGGCGTCGGGCCAGGGTTCGTTCCCTGCGGATGCCGCTGGTGCTGCGGGCCGTGCCGGATGTGGTTGTGGTTGTGCGAACAACGGCAAGAAGAACAAGAAGAAGAATGGCAAACAGTGTGGTTGCGGTTGCCACCGTGGCGGTGATTCATCGTCCTCCTCTTCGAGCAAGCAGTCGTACCGCAAGAAGCAGAATCAGAAGGCGAAGAACAACAAGGTCAACGTGAACCTTGCTGTCATCTTGACTCGCGCGAACCAGACCCCCACGCAGGCCTCTGCTCAGAGTGCCGACAATGCCAACTTGCAGGCACCCATCACCATCGGAGGCCCGGTCACCTTGCCCCCGGTTGGATCTGCCGCTGACTTTGACCTCCAAGACGAGGAATAAGTACGAGTTTGTTGTTAATGTGGGTACGAAAGTGTCTTGGTTGCGTTCTCTCTCCCGCTCCCGTACGTTGTTACGTATAATAATACAAGTCCCATTGGAGACATACCATTGCCAATCATATATACGCGGTATCATTGTGTGCTTCCGTTACATATCTTATTGTTTCGGGGCTAGAACTGGACAAAAAACGTGTTTCGTAACGAGAATGAGTGCAAACCGAACAGTATGTATATTTTATGCACGTTGTGTGTCTAGTTCCGGAATGTCACCAACGGGTTCATCTGGATCGGCATTTGCGTCCACGGTCGCCATAATAGGTCCTGGTGTGGGCACGTAACCGCCCGGTGCTGCTGGGGGTATCGCAGCAGGTCCTTGTTGATGTTGCTGTGGAGGCATTCCTGGTTGCATCATTTGTTGTTGAGGTGGTGCCACCATGGGCATACCCGGCATGTACATCGGGCCACCCCACTGCTGCTGTTGTTGCGGCGGCGGCATTGGCATATTGTACGGGTTGTACGCTGCCATGTCCGGCCGACCGTATGGCACCGGCGTGTCCCACGTCTGTGCAGGTGCAGGTGGAGCGTACTGGTGATGCTGCTGCTGCTGTTGTTGATGGTACTGGTACGGTGCGGCGGGAGCTCCGTACATACCATACATCATGTTCGGTTGCGGCGCTCCAGGCGCGTAGAATGGTTGCTGCTGTTGATGATGATAGTACGGTCCAGGAGGCGGCTGTTGTGGTCTATAATCAGGTTTGTACGGCTGCTGCTGTTGTGGATCTGACCCGGCAGGTAATTTTTGACGGTAGCGGCTGTACGTGTTTTTGAAGTGCGTCATGAAGATGAGGCCGACGAGACCTGAGAGAATATTGAACAGTGGATTGCCAGGTCCGCGCTTGAAATACTGTTGATAGAGTGCCTCAATATCGCTCTTATGCTTGTCAAAGAAGGGGTCGATTTTGTCCAAAAAGTTGTTATTCTCGTCGTCACCGTCCAAGTTTAGGAAGGGTCCGATCTTTTCGTTCGCAATGGCTAATCCCGTGCACAGCGACTTGCCCGTCTCCATCAGACCTGCCACGCTGGCTGCGTGCCGATCGTTAATCCGCTTCATCTCGATTTCGTACTCCATGTCCGGAATCGGGTCATCATACGTAAACCTTCGCGAGAAGGTGTGGCCGAGTTTCTCCATACGCTCCATTTCCAACAACAGAGTCTGCTTAATGCGGCGCTCCTCCTGGTGATCTACCGCAGCAGCAGTTGCTTGTGAGAGGTTCGCTGGTCGACGTGGCTGTTGTTGCTGAGGTGGCGGTGCCTGACGTGGAGCAGGTGATGCCATACGCGGTGGAGGAAGAGGAGGAGGCATGCTCTCGGGCTGTTGCTGTTGTTGAAACGGACCCGTCGAGGGCGAAGCATACTGAGCGGCACTACTACTAACATCGGCATACTGCTGCTGCTGCGGTTGTTGTGATCTCGGTGACGGTTTTCTGGGCTGTTGATATCCCGCGGCGGCGGCTACTCCTTGTGGTAGTCCGGTACCGGAGGGACTACTTGGCGGATCATTGTGCAAGTATTTCTGGTACGCCGACATGAATGGCGATTTGTACGGTTGTTGTGCTTGTAATGGTGGTTGACGTGAAAACGACGGCGAAGGGCGCTGTTGTTGTTGTTGCTGCTGATATGATGCGTCATTGATGGGGTAGTCCTCATTGTCGTCGTAATAAAGATACTGCTGTTGTGGTGCTTCTGCCACCGCACTATTATCGTACGCATTGTACGATTGTGGTGGTAGCGGCGGCTGTGAAGGGGACCCATACGCGGATAGTGGAGCATATAACCCGCCACCATTCATCGGCGGTGCCCGCGGTGACTGCCGCTGTTGCTGTTGCTGTGGAGAGGCTGGTTTTCGTGAAGGCGACTGCCGCGCTGCACTCGATGACAATGGTGGCGGGGAGATCGCTTGTTGTTGCTGCTGCTGCGGCGCATGTGTATGTGGCGACGGCTGCTGAAACTGAACTGCCCTTCGGATGTGGGCTTCCAAATGAGGTGGTTGTTGTTGTCGCGGCTCCTGTTGTGCGGTTGGTGGTCGTGTCGGTGACGCATTCTGCTGGTAGTAAGCAGTCGATGGTGGCGGTGCTGCGTGTGGTTCCTCTTCCTCAGCAACGACCATCCCTTCGAATGGCGCATGCGGTTGCTCTTCTCCTTCTCTCGCTGCTTCTGCCATATGAGAAGGATGATGTTGTTGTGCATGTGGATCGTAGTAGTATGGATCGGCGGCGGCAGCACCATATGCACCATGTTCCGCTTCCATCATGACCATGTCACCAATTTCCCCGGGTGTGGCCACTTCTTCATGCGACCACGGCGCTGCCTGTGCTGCTGTTCCCAGGTTGTTGTTGCTCTTTGACCCAGCGGCGGAGACTGCCGATACGTCAATCGGACGCACAGCGTCTGTCGTTGTCGTCGTATTGCGATGCTTATTGGACCGCGAACCCTTCTTGGACTTGCGACTTGGCAGTACTGCACCGGGCGCGATCTTCTGCATGACGCCAAAGTTGACCTTGTTGGGGTTTGCCATCACTTTGAAGACACGTTGCGCCACGACATCATCCGCTGCCGAAATATCGCTTGAATCCTGTACAATAGACAACGGCTCTCCGCCCGATGATCCTGCACCGTCGCTCATTTTTCGCGTCTGAGTCTTTGCTGTTGTTACTGTAGTAGTGGTGGGAGGAATGGAGCTCAACCACACGACCGTTGTCTTTTCCGGAGAAGAAGAACCGCTCTCCTCAAACAGCGTCACCGTCCCTTTCTTTCGCCGCTGTTTCTTTTGTAACGCACTCGCCCAAACGAGTACAATAACAAACAAACAGTGGTGATTGCGCGGATTAACAAAACGCGGTTTGCTATTGTCGCTCTGTCGTCTCTTACTCTTGGAAGACGGCAAAAAATTAATTTTCCCACCCCCGCTATTATTTTCCACAGACAGTGCAGAGGCACCCTCTGCCACTGAAGCAGTTGTTGACGACGACGACAATAGCAGTGGCGCGGGTGGGAAAAGAACACGACTGTCCCTTCTGACCGACGCGGGCGCGACTGAAAACACGGCACACACGAGCAAGGCAAACTGCCGGCAATAGGGCGGCACAAGAACCCCTGTCACGCGTCCGTGTCTCAAAAGCGCAGAGACTAGTCCGCGCGAGTGCCGCGCAATAAAGGTAACAAGAGACGCATAGCGCATGCGGTCATGCTACAATTGCGCGCGTGTGTGTACGGACAAAGAATACATCCATACCGCGTGTGCGTGCAAATAAGTTGATTGTTCCCATCTAAACAGTTGCATCTTGTATGTGCCGCGTACGTACGTACTCATAAACGTAAACCGTCTGTAGTGGTGAGTACATTATATAGATGTTTGCGTGTATACATTGACACTATGTCTGTTACATGCATATATAGACCCGATCTACTACGATATACTAGAGCTCCATATGATCATCGTTGGCAGCAGCAGCATCATCATCGACCGAGGACGACGAAGGAGGTGGTTGAGGTATGGAACGTGCCCCTCCGGCATCTCCGTCGTCATCCGCAGGTCGCGCGCGCTTCTTACCGCGTCGGATAATCTTCCTGTCCAACGATAGACGCGTCTCTTCATGGGCCTTACTCTCGCGCAACGTGTACGACTTGTCCGTTACCAATGTGCCAAACAGATTCAACAACTCAACGTTTTGCAAGAACTGAGATGCCCGGGCCGCCGAGAACGGTTCATCCAGCATTGTGGCCGTCGTCGGCGTTGTGCGCAGAACTGTCAACGTATCCGTCAACACGACCGGTAGATCACGGACGTTGAGTTGTGGCTGGCGCCGGTACGTTTTCAGTCGAATCAAGTAGGGCACAGCATTCCCTTCGGGAAGCTCCACGCGCATGGTGACTGACCGTGTCTTTGGATTCACGCGGTTGACATACTCTGTGACAACTGACTGGAACGGACGCAGATTGGCATCCAGAGTCTTTTTACTCTCGGCGGCCTCACGGCGAACTTGTGCCAACTCCTCATCCACCCGTGCGAGTCGTTCAATGCGCATCAAAATGTCACCCGGGATGACATAGCGCACTGGAGCGACAGACGCTTCCGCTGCTGCTGGAATAGATTCTGTACCCTGTTGCTGCTGTGCTTCACCATCGTGGTGGGCATCGTCGTTGCCGCTTGCTGCCGCAGAGGAGGAGGAGGATGCAGTAGCGCTCCCAGCAAGAGGCACGAATGGCTTGGGCCGACGCTTGCGACGCCGTTTCTCTTCCCCGGCCGCTTCTTCATCCTCCTCCTCCTCGTTCACGCCGCCGCCATTGTCGTCCTCTTCGTCCGTGCCGCGCTCCTTTGTGTCCGACAACATCACCACGACGCGAGGGGTCTTCACGGCCTCCTTCACCGACTGCACAAAGGCCTCGGAGAGCACTTCCGCCAGGGTTGGTTCTACTGGAGGCAAAGGCTCAACTACAACAACCTCCGCCCCATCACCAGATGCTTTCGCGGATTGCGCATTGTTCGTCGGTTTTGTCTTTTTCTTGCGCCCTGGTACGCCCGCCGCCTTGCGCGCCACCACACATGCCTTGCGATACTCCTTCTCTCGTCGTGTGACAATGTCCTTGTACGCTTGTGCGATCAGGTCCATCTGCAACTGCTGCACCGCACGTGCGTAGACCGCAGAACCAAGAGCCTTCCGAGAAAAGGTATGAATCAGACGCAAGTACTGTTGCTCTTGGTCAATCTCCACCGGAACACATGTGTAATGATTACTTTCCAGCCATCGCCGAAGTGTTGCACACAGTTCGTCTCGCTCCGTCATGAGCACTGCACGACGCTGCCGCAACCGCGCGTCCTTCTCCTTAAACTCGTGCTTGGATGTACCAAAGTAACTCACCGCCGGCAACTCCTCGTCGGTGGGCGCAAACGCAACATCGTCGTCATCCGCACCGGCGGCGGCAGCAGCGGCATCCAAATCGTCGTCCATCAAATCATCATCCCCGCTACCCGCACCTTCTTCGTCACCATCTTGAGACGTGGCATCCTCATAATCATCCTCACCTACAGCAGCAGCCATATCCAGAAATCCGTTCGTTCTACAAAAGGTGCGTGGCTGCCTCTACTCGCGACACGGACAGCAACAATATACACACACTGTCACGTGTAACCATGGAAACCGCACTTTGTACGCATTTTAATAACTCGAGTCCACAGATAACTCGAGTGGTGTGTCATACACATACATCGATATAGACTCTCTAGGTGCTGTGTTCTGGCGAAGGCATGTATATACGTACCACATCGCCATGATGAACAACACTTACATGTGTTCAACTTGCAACCGTGTACACTCGGGAAAGAAAAAAGTATATACTCAAGGTGTAATACATGGTATCATTTGCTAAAACTCGAGTTTGTTATACAAATGCAGATTCCACGCCCATGAGGTCAGCAATTTGGTCTCCACTGTTGTTTGCCGGATCGTTCAAATGTGCAAAATATGACTCGGTCATACCATGAAGTGCCAACCCGCTGGTCTTGCGAGGTGGCAACGGCTGATACATGTCTCGAATGTTGGTACTTGCGCCCTTGGTGCGCGCAAAACTCGGCATCCGCCCGCTCAGCATTTGTTTGGCCGGCATACGACGCACCGCCTTCATATGCTCTTCGTGTGTTGGTAACGGCGGTAGATCTACAAAGTCCTTGTTCTCTTCGCGCACCTTATCACCGTAGGCCTTGTCGTAGTACGAGCGCGGCATCGTCCCATGTTTTTTCAACGCGTCGGGTTCCGGTGGCATATCAATGTAGGAGAATGCATCATCCGTCGTGATGTTTGTGCCACCGTGCTCGATAGAAGACGACGCGCTCGTGCATGCGATAAAGGCGCTCGCGCTGTCCGACGCGGCGGGTCGGGAACGCCCCGGTTGTGTGACTCGAATGCCATCCACAATCGTGATATCTTCATCATCATCGTCATTTGGTTGATGTGCGTCCTTCTTTTGTCGTTGCTGTTTTTGACGAGGAGTATCGGTTGGGGCTGCATCTGGATCGTACTCAACGACGGTGTCTTCCTGAAATTGCACTCGCTTTGATTTTTGCACTGTCGTCGTCGACATTGGTGCTCCTACTGGTTGTTGTTGTGGTGTGTCTTGCTGGGATGAGGAGGACTTTGACTTTTTGCTGTTCCGCTCGTGTTGTCGGCGCGATCCAGCAACCCAGAGCAACACAACCAAGCCAATAGCGAGTGCGGCGAGCCACATGAGCCCTGTTGGCGCTGCAACCGCGGGGCGCGATGGTTGGCGTGGTAGCACAAACGAGTTCATTGTAGGTAATCCCCTTTATATTATTATGTACTACTACTACTACACATATGCAGTGTCGTTGACAATGTTCGTGAAATATGTCTCATGTCCGAATCAACCACGGCAATTACATCTTTTCATATTGATTAATACCACTCGAGTTGTGATGATTATAATAGGTATTTTTGTCTACCACGAGTCAAGGTCTGTATATGTACACCCGGTAAGTTCTTGGTGGTGATGTATGTGTACGGACAGGTACACACCATCCATGTGTACACGGAGTATGATGAGTCACAAAAGAGTGTACGTCTTCCCCTCGTATAACACATTTTTCTTCAAACTCGAGTTGTCTATATCGTGCGTAAAGATACCGTGAGGTCGCACCATTATATACGACACGATGTGGTGTCGAACATAGTAGTACAACTCGAGTTTCGGAAGTGTATAAAAAATAATGTATATAGTGTGGTGCGTCCACTTGAAACGTGAATCGCCGTTCGGCGCGCATTGACTAGCCGTCACGTTTGGGCACTTGGAATCAGTTTCTTTAGCAGGACACAATTCTCCTTTTTGTGAGGTCTCATATTTCCTCTATCCTACTACTATTTTTCCCCTCTTTCTACACACTCATACCAACGCTATCCTTTCCCTAATTGAACATGATGGCTCAAGCACAAGTTGACAATGGCGTTGCCGCTGCTGCCGCGTTTACTGTCGCCCAAGATGCATTTGGTCAATACCGTGCCGACAGTCGCGGATCTATCGATCCTTTGCCCGGCATTCAAAATACCGGCACCTACCATTGGTCGGAATTGATGAAGTACTTAAATCGCTGGTACTACAAGGATGTGGCTCGCCCTGAGAAGGGCAAAAATGTCCCCATCTTCCCCTATCGCGACTGTCCCGGTACATGCCCCATGCGTATCCGTTGGGCCGATCCATCCAAGCCCATGTTCGCGCCCTTTGGCGCGCAGGCACCCTTGGATCCTAGTAAGGCCGAAGGAAGCCGCATGACGTTGGATGTCTGCGTCGAGGATTCCGAGTTGTTGGCGGCATGTCATCAGTTTGATGAACGTAATTTGCAGATGGCGTACCAGAACCGCGCGGAGTGGTTTGACTCTGACGAGTTGGGCTTTGAGACGGTCAAGTTTGGCTACAAGAATCGTCTCGCCTTCTTGAAGAAGAGCAAGAAGAACCCCGAAAAGAGCAAGTTGTACAAGCCTCTCATGCGCTTCAAGATCAACACGGAGCCTGGTGACTGGCAGACTAAGATCTATGTGCAGACTGGAGTCGATCGCAACGGTGGTATCCTCATGCGCGAGGGCTCGGTTGCTGACTTGGGCAAGTTTTGCAATGTTGTCCCCATTGCCGATTTCAAGGGCAATTGGATCATGGGTGCCTCCTTTGGCCCCCTCCAAATTTTGCACAGCGTCTTGGTTGTGCCCGCAGTTCGTCGTCAGGACGATATTGGCTCGCAGTTTGGTGTCACGGCCAGTATTGGTTCGGGTCTTCCCAACAATGGCGGTGGCTATGGATATGGCGTGCAACAGCAACAACAGGCTGCTCCGCCCGCTGGACATGATGCCATGCAGGTTGATGGTGATGAGGAAGACTTGTACGACGCAGCAGTTCCTGTCAACAACCAACCTCTCTGAGAGAGTGTCTTCGCGAATGAACACACACGAGTTCGTTTTAGTGTGCGGTTGTAACTGTGACATATCAAATACACCCATGCCTCAATTATTATTATTATATATTATTCGATTCCATTTGTCGCTTTTGTGTGTCCCAGTCTCTGAATAGAGAGAAGGGAGTACTATATATATATATTTGTATACGCGCTTGTGTAGAGGTAAAAGGAGTGCGGTCTGTCCATCATAAGAACAGTCATGGGCGCATACTGGTCACAGTTGCCGCAATGGACGACAACCACATTACGGAAGACGTATCATCAGTACATGAACTTTGATACACAGAGGGCAAACGCAGGACGCATGAGGTATATTACGGACGCAACGGCGGCATCGACAAACATGATTACACGCAGACTGTTCGACTTTATGCCAGCGCGGTTTGCAGCAAGAAGTAATACTATCGGCAGTGAACACCGCGTCGCTGCCGCACTCATTCCGTCACATGGGCAATCATCACGTGGTGGTGCTGAGGCTTCGTCGCGGCGATGTTATCGGTGTCTGATTGTTGGCGATTCTAGTACAGGCAAATCGAGTCTTCTGCACCGCTACATGCGTGACACGTTTACAGAACAGGGCATCGCAAATACCATTGGGTTTGACTACGTGACCAAAGACGTAAACGGCGATAGTCGTATCTGCTTTTTCGACTTTGGCGGGCAAGATCGATTCCGGCGCCTGCAAACGTCGATGGCGTCGACGGCCGATGTTATTGTTATCGTATTTGCTCTCGACGACGCGCGTACGTTTGACGATGTGGTCAAGTGGCACACGCGGATGATGTCGGCACGCACAGCGAACACTGCAGTTCCACCCATCGTGCTAGTGGGAACAAAAGCAGACTTGTGTTGGCGGCGTGAAGAGCAACAGCAGCAAACATGTACGGAAGAGGCTGCATTTGCTGTAAGGAATGATCACTCTTCTGTTTCTCGGAGTGATATTGACGACTTGGTCGAATCAGTGCACCTGGCTGCGTATGTAGAGACATCGGCAAAGACGGGTGACGGTGTGCAAGCATGCTTCGACACTATTTTGCAAATGTGTAAATAGACAACTCGAGATGTATAGCATAATTAAACCATCCCGGTCATGTGCACGTTTTTATTTGCTGTCATTTATTGATCCACTTAATCTGTGGAAGGTATGTATACGTCTTATGTTTGCACACTTTTGTTTGGACGGTACACGTACGCATGGTCTCACTACCGCGCGGCCTCTGATTCGAGACATGTACAAAACTCGAGTTATTGTTTCATTGGTTTCTCAAACACCGTACCGAGTAGTCTTATATTTTATTTTTTCTTTGTGTGCCTCTTGTGTATTGGGTTAGTTGATTCTTTCACGCAAGACTTTGTCTTTAGGTAGTAAATGGCGGCATTCGAACAGGAAGACGAAGGTTTGCCGCGGTGCCTGATTCGCCTTTTGGGTCGTACCACCTATCGCACGGTGGGTACTCCGGAAACTAATTCCGGAGACGAGTGTCGAGTCTGCATGACGTCTTTTGGCGGTGACGATACTGTGTGTGTATTGGACTGCGGACACATGTTCCATCGCGAGTGTCTCGTGCCGTGGGTCAAGGCCCACTCTACATGTCCCTTGTGTCGCGGGTTTGTCTTGCCCGTCGAGCGCGTTCTTAATGCGACGTTCAAAGAGAAGGATCAAGATGCCGTGAATGCGTACTTGCAGCGCATTATGCCAGACACAGTAGTGGAAACCGAGGAAGAAGATGCCGATGACGACGACGCCCAAACGATAGACGTTGTATTAGATAGTTCATTTCTTCCATTTTTGTCCTCCCCTAGTAAGCCACTAGGTCTACCGCAAACATTGGAAGAGTTGTATTATAAGTAACAAACCACGAATATAACAGTCTCTGTCTTTGTCGTTGTTTATGCGCGCTTACCACGGGACACGATATTGTTGTGCGTGAACACCAATGTGGGAGAGATACTGTGCGCGCTCGTCCTTGTGTCGGTCGGGCTGCTTCACCAGGTGCTCGAAACTCACGGGTCCGTTAGTATTGTTGTTGTCCTTGGAAACGGCAGAGGATCGACTCGTTTGCACAACGATAGGATTATATGAACGCCAACTGCTGCTATGAAGACGACGTGTCTGACGTATTGCGTCAATACTTGCGTCATAATTTCGCTTCATATCCTGGAAGAATCGCGTGAGTAATAACTCTGCAACGGATACCGTTGTTTTCGCTTGAGGGAGATTGGCACTGTTGGTGCGGAGAAACTGGTCTGCCAACGTGCAAAATTCAGCGTCCATGGTTATTCCGTGCGTATCATTCGTGCGCGCCCGTACATATCCATCCAGTTCGCGCCACACGCGATGTATGTGGTGTGTAAAATACTCTAGCAGGATGAGATTGTACTGCGTCGGATAAACGGGTTGCGTTGACCAGTACCGTGCCCATTCGCGCGTCGCCGTGGTTCTGTAATAGTGGTCCGCCGTGTCGGTTTTAGGCGTCGATCCATGTTCGTGCGTTGTCATTATTTTTCCATGTACATATGCACATACACATACAGCGCTTGTGTACGTTTACTTTACACCGCACTGGCTTTTGCGCGCTCTGGAAAGAAGAGATCTACATTCACACGTGCACGTATATGCAGTTGCAGTTGAAATGAGTACAATCGGTTTTTTCTGTATAAACCACGAATGGATGCATTCTCTAGTCTGCATATTCAGACTCAACAACATAGAGAATTTTCACGCACATGTGGACGATGAAGAAGGGCCGTGCTGCGGATGAAGACGACGAGCAACCGGTTGTTGTGGCGAAGCGCGTTCTTTCCTTTGATGTAGGTATTCGTACACTGTCCTCGGCGGTTGTAGGTACAACGTTGAACGATGAACTCGTCGCGGAACACTGGGCCATGGAGGATATGTTAGACGGGCGTAGCAAGGCACGTAATTGTCTGAGTATCCAAGCAGATCGCCTCAGTCAGTATATGGCCGATTTCTTGGCGGAGCGCTGGTCGACAGTATATAATGCACGGCCGTTGACCGCGATTATTGTAGAGCAGCAACCTATGATGCGGTTCAACATGAAGATGCGTATCATGTCGTACGTATTGCTCGCATGTCTGCGTCTGCTCGTGATGCAGTCCTATGGCAGCAATGGCGGTCCCGTACCACCGATCTACTATCAGAGCGCCAAAGCCAAGTTGACCATCTTTGCCAAATCGTACACGCCGCCAAAAGTCCAAACAACGTTGGCAAGTATGATGATCTCAGGCAAAGACGACGAAGATGAAGAGGAAGACGACGATGAAGAAGATGACGACGCTGCCCTATGGACTGACTTTACAGACATTTATGTGTCCGATAACGATGACGACAATAATAACGGTGGGGACGCGGATGACCCAGTGACTGTGCCGCCGCCAAAGCAACCACCACACGCGACCCACTATGGTCAACCAACACCACAAGCACCTCTCCTATCGCAACAGGCGCAACGACAGCGATACCGTGCCAACAAGAAACATTCTGTGCAGCAAACCGCGCTAATTTTGCGCGAAGAACGATATTGCCGAAAATGGATCTCATGGTATGACAAGTTGGGCGCAAAGAAGGACGATGCGGCCGACGCCTTTTTACAGGCGATCTACTTTCTGCGGTTCGGGCGCACGAAACTCACCAAAAGCGTTATTGGTGATGATGATGGTGATGAAGACGAGCAACAAAAACGAGGTCGAAAAAAGAACAACAACAAGAAGAAGAACAATGCGACGAAAGCACCACAACAACAACAACGCGGCGGTGGTGGCAAGAAAGCAGCAGCAGCAACGGCACCGTCCCGCAAGAGAAAACGTGCAACGATTGCACCGGGCAATAACAAAGAACAGGATGATGACAACAACGGATCAACAGCGGCAACCGCCCCTAAGAAGAAGAAACAAAAGACAACGATGCAACCTCCTTCCAAAAGCAGTAGTAGTAGCAGCAACAGTCAACCAGTAACAGCAGCGCACGAGGAAAATATGCCAACGTACGACTTGACGGCACTGTAAAAATACTCGAGACACTCATTCTGTTGCGCCCCTCTCTTTTGTCTCCTTGCTCAGTCCAGTCCTTTTATCTGGTGTTTGCGTGTGTGAGACATATGTGGCTACCAACGGATCTTTTGTTTGGCGAGATTTTATGGCGTCTGCCTCGCACCCGCTATGCCCTACGCGTTCTTTTGGCCCAACGTGAGTGGATGGCGACAAGTGAATGCACTCTGACCAGTGTCATTAACCAGTGTTGTCACCCTACGTTTCTTCCTCACATTCTGGCGTCGTATGCTCCGCATTGCGAGCCGGAGTCATCGCTATATCACCCGAAAAGTGTTCTTGATTTGTTATTGGCCATCTACTGTCGATTATTGCAGCAGGCGATACCGAATCGTTCTTCGTCCATGTTTGATGAGCCTCTGTTACGATGGCCTGATATGGATGCGTCGGCACGAAAGTGGCCTGTTGTTGCGGGATATGATACCTCCAAACGTGCTTACGTCATTCCAGAAGTGTTTGCGGACCTATTTCAGGTCCCGTCCTTTTGGTTGAACATGAACAAGGTTGGATATGACCACAGGCGCCATGAGTGTGCGCGGAGTTTGACGACGCGATTTAATCGCCCGTCACAGGAGATGACGTTGTCGGATTATACAAGCAAGTTATATTCTTCTCTGGAAAGTTCGGTGCGCTTTCATATGTGTGGCGGATTTGATGAGCCACCCGATGACGACGATTTGCTGTCAATTCTTGACCTGGTTCGGGATGCGGTTAATCAGCGTGTGCGCGATGCAGTAGCGAGTCCGCGACCTCAGGCGACGCATATCATTCAATACTGGAACTCTTCTTTGGGGTGGTGCTTTAACTACGAGGGCACACGCGAGTGGGAATGGTATGCGGCGCTGTACGAGGACTTGCATACGGTAGTGACAATTTTGGTGACTCACATAAAGCAGCAATTGTGCGCGGACTCGTTTTTTGGCTTGGACATTGATATGTTCAATATCCCCGCACGAATTGGCTTTCGTATGTATGTACGGTCACAGTTTGAAATGGTGCTGAAACATTGCCTGTCGGCGAACAAGACACAGCCTCGTCTCCACGCGTTGGTGCAACGTTGCGTGGAATGGTGGTGGGACGAGATGATTATTGTTAAGAATGAGGCCCTATTTTTCCATGACTCTTATGACCGTACACTCGCACATGTGCACAAAATGTACCGTGCGTTCCCATTCCCGTGTACGAGTGTCGATCTGAAACACTTGCCGATGCCCTTTGATCCGCAACAGTTTCCCGAGTTGCACATCCAGATGCCTGTATAATAGGTTGATGTTGTGAGTAAATATATTACTCGAGCTTGGTTTCATATAAATGCGCGTCCCCGAACGGAGGTTTAGTGCCATAGTTCTTTATCCAAAGAATCTTGTTGGGTATTACACACATTCCCTGGTGTGAACGGATCGGCACCATGGAAACATGGTTGGTGAAGGACGTACAACGACTAATATTGCTGCATTATGCTCCTGTTCACCAACCGCTGTGCCAACTTGCATGCCGCCGCTGGCAAGGATTTACTGCCGAGGCACCCACAACATCGATTACCTGCCCGGGATGTCAACAACATCGCAGGTCCAACCCAGTCAGTCATGTTGATTTTGCTGCATCGATTGGCCTACTTGCACGAGAAGGATGTTTTGAATTGCTGTCGTGGATACGCCAGAGGTGCGGTCCCTTGGCATGGTCGGCCGACGACATGAGCAACATCGTTATGATTGAGGCCGCGTATGCTGGCCACGAACATATCGTGCGCGTTTGCCACGATGAATGGGGTGTAACGGACATCAACAGGGCAATGGCGAACGCGGCGCTTGGAGGGCACGAAGCAATCATGAGATTTTGCTACGATCAGCGTTTTGATATAGATCTCAACCGGGTAATGTCTTGGGCTGCTAAACGTGGGCATGAACATTTGGTACGGTTGTGCCATGATGAATGGAAGGCGGGTGATGTCGACACGGCCATGGCATGTGCAGCACGCGGGGGTCATGAAGGAATTGTGCGATTGTGTCATGACGCGTGGGGTGCAACACACGTCAATTGGGCGATGGCATCGGCGGCGCATGGCGGTCACGAAAAGATAGTGCGATTATGTCACGATGAATGGAACGCTCGGAATGTCGACTGGGTGATGTCGTCTGCGGCGGAAGGAGGGCATGAACATCTCGTGCGATTGTGTCATGATGCGTGGGGCGCAACCGATGTGGATCAGGTGATACAGTGCGCCGTGGAAGAAGGTCGTATTCATATTGTGCGACTATGTCACGAGGTATGGGGCGCGGTAGACGTGAACCGGGTAGCACAACAAGCCATACAATTTGAACAATGGGACATTGTCCGTATCTGTAAGGAGGAATGGGGTGCCACATGTTAAGATCCACCCGTATGCACTGCATGAGTCACTCGAGTTTGTTTGATGCCATGTCTGCGCTTTACCGAACAAAAGTTGCGAGTAGTTTTATCCAAAGATTCTGGTGTATATTAACGGGTGCTGTTCTTCTTTTTCATGCACTATGGATGTGTGGCTGGTGGAGGACGTCCAACGGTTGGTATTGCTGCACTATGTTCCTATTCACCAACCGCTGTGGCAACTTGCATGTCGACGCTGGCGAAGATGTATGGAGAACGTATCTACAGTCATCACATGTCCGGGATGTCAATATTGCAGTTACTACACGGGAGGTAATAAGTTTTGTAGTAGCCGCCGCCCATATCATGATGTCGATTTTATCACATCGATTGACATACTTGCACAAGAAGGATCCTTTGCATTGCTCTCTTGGATACGCCAGATGCGTGGTCCTTTGGCGTGGTCCGACGGCATTAGTAATCTTATTATGATGTCCGCCGCGGACAGCGGTCATAAACATATTGTGCGCGCCTGTCACGACGAATGGGGTGCAATGGATGTCGAAAGTGCAATGGTATCCGCCGCGCACGGAGGGCATGAAACCATCATGATATTGTGCCATGATCAGTGGGGTGCAAAGAATGCGAACCGGGCAATGTCCTGGGCTGCAAAAGGTGGCCACGAACATTTGGTGCGATTGTGTCATGATCAATGGGAGGCAGATGATGTGAACACGGCCATGTCTTTTGCAGCATACGGAGGTCACGAATCAATTGTGCGATTGTGTCACGACCAATGGCATGCTCAATACGTTGACTGGGCGATGGCACGTGCGGCACAGGGTGGGCACGAAGGGATTGTACGATTATGTCACGATCAATGGAACGCCCAGGGCATCGACTGGGCAATGGCGTCGGCAGCGCTTGGCGGTCACGAACACATTGTGCGATTGTGTCATGATGAGTGGCATGCCTCTAACATTGATAATGCAATGGTGTGGGCTGCACAACACGGACACATTCATATTGTGCGATTATGCCACGACATGTGGGGTGCGACAGATGTGAACAGGGCAGCACAGCGGGCCGCGGATTTTAAACAATGGGATATTGTTCGTGTCTGTAAGGAGGAATGGGATGCCACATGTCAAGATCCACCTGTATGCATTGCATGAGCATAAAATCAAGATTGTACATTATATATTATGTTTTTGGATGCATGAAAGATCGATCTTATGGTTTATTCAGAAATTGCAGGAGTGCGGCTCGCCCTCGCGGTGTTGCAAGGACAGAGTTCCGAAGTGTGTCTTGAATTGCACTGGATGTATTCAAGAAAGTTGCGTATGCACGCTCCAGTTCGGCCATATTGACCGGTAATCCTGTTTCCGTACGTGCTGCTGCCGCAACGCGCGTGATAAATGCGGGATCCAAGATGCGACGTGCCAGATCGCGCGCGTAGACGACACCAAATGATGCGACTGTCTGTTGCATCAACCTGGTGAAAAGTTCTTGTTGTCGATCATGTGCGGTTGTCGGGGATTCAATAACTGCTGCTGGTGGCGTTGTCGGCACTGCAGCAGCCGCCGCCGCTCCCGACATACGAAGTGCGTCCAGTACGTCGGCCGTACTACTGACGCCAAATGCATCGACAACCGGTGAGGATGACGCAGACGTTAGGTCAATAAACGATACTGTGGGTGGTGGTGTTGCCGCGGCGGGGACAACAGAGGCTGGACGTTGATTGGGTCGCTCTGGTACGGTCGGGGGTGTCCAACTGGGAAACGCGATCGATCGAGTGTCCGCGTCACGCAACCATTGTTCCGTGCGTCGCAAGATCTCGTCGGGTGCTAAGATGGGGCTATTGCGACCCTCCGGCTTGGAAAGCAATGTCTGATAGTGACCGCCGCGCCGGTACACTGTGATTTCCTGGTCCGCATGCATGATTTGTGTATCCATCAAGTCGTAGTAGGTTGCACGTTGATTCAACTGCTGTGTCAATTGCGCAATTTCTGCCTCTTCTTCGAAGGGAGATACCTCGCCCGGTACAATGTTGCCAAAGGAGCGCAAACCTTCGGGTCCGAGCGCGTCAGTCATCGGGACGTAGATGAAGACGTTGAGGAAGCCGTAGTCCTTTTCGACACGATCTTTGTCGGTGCTGAGAAGGGCGGCCAACACGAGTGCCTCCCCTGCACCGCCCCATGAGCACATGCGCTGCGCGGCCGCGTAGAAATTGCGCCAGTTGTCCTGGTACTCGTCACTACTCCGAAGCGCAAGTTCCACGCTCACGTTGACCCACTCGTCGCGAATCGTGTCGTAGTAGCGGAACACTTTGTTCGCGGGCGGGGCCGCCGCACTATTCACCGCGGCACTCATCAACGCTGGAGCGCGCCATGGAATCATCATCAGTGGGCCCAGGTATGGTTTCAGAATACTCCACTCAACCTGCTGGTGTGCGCGCGGTTGACGTAACAGCAGGTAGATGAGTCGACGAACAACCACGTTGAGAGAGGGAATCGCGCGACCCTCCGTAATTTTGGCGAGCAAGGTTCCATCGATATCCTTCTCGTAGGCCATGTAGTCTGTAATGGGCTCGATGCCTTCAACACCCGTGATGCCACCGTACCACGAAATGTGTGCAAAGGGAATTTTTGTAGCGAGAACAATGAATGTGTAGAACTTGAGCCACGAACCGAGAATGTTTACGAGCGCCAACTCCACGCTGTCGTACTCTTGCAGTGGCGCGCAGGTGGCACCGAACAAGGGGCTGTCGCGGCAGTACGGAACGGTCGGTGGCGCATAGCCCGACGTCAGATGATAGAAAATGCTGACACCTACTGCTTTGAAAAAGCACGAACCGTCGCCACTGACGTTGCTGAGTTCGTACGTCGCGTATTCGTCCGTGGCAGCAAGAGAAGATGCCGCGTACCAGTCAATGGCGTTCAGTAACGCGCGCGAGACGACTTGTTCAATGTCCTGTGCGCGGCGTTCCCTACCAACGGCGCGATACGTTGCCAGCATGTGTTCCTCTTGTTGCGGCGTGAGAGAGAAGTTGGTCTGGAAGAGGCATGAGAAAAAGGCCTGTGCAATCTTCTGTGGGTCGTTTGAGAATCGATCCACAATCTCGGGGCTGTCGTACACGGGTTGGTCGTGTTTTTGCAAATTCAACACGTACTGGACGCTGGCGATTTCACTGGGATCTACGGCGGTGACATCCGCGACAGGGAATCCACGCGCATCAAAGTAGAGATAGTTGCCAAAGAAAAGACCAACAATGTGAAATACAAAATCTCTCTCAAATTGGTTCGTCACTTGGGTAAATCCAAAGGCGCTGATGCTGCCTAGTAGCGCCCACATGTCGAAACACTGGCCCTGGGATAACACTTGATCGGGCGGCAGACGGAACGACACGGCCACTGGGTCCGTGGCCCACCACCGTTGCAAGGCTTCGCGCTCTTTGGTCCAAATATCCTTGACGGTAACCTGGCGCGAGCGCTTCATAGCAGGCATGCCAAACAGGGAGAATGACGCTGCTCCTCCTGGGGGCGGTTGCTGTTGTGGAGGTCCCACCACCGTACCTCCTGGTCTACCACTGTACAGCGGCACCGATGCTTGTGGTGTGAGCCGAAACATCCCACTCGCTCGGGGGGTGGACGGTTGCATCTGTTTCTACTGCAATGATGCGGTCAATGAGGTGGTCGACTTTTTCTATAAAAGGACTTCACAACGTGGATATATATTAACAATGCCTCCTTTGTACACTAATATGGGTGATTGTAATTCATCAATGGTTGTCGTTCGCGGAAGAACTCGGTTCGTTTACTGCTGCACATGCGCGCGTAACACTACATGGCACATTCTTGGGAAACTACCCTACTACTCTTCTAAAACGGCGGATTCATCGTCGTCGATATCTGCGTCATCAAAGTCATCGTCGTCATCGTCCTCGTTGTAGTCATCCTCCCCATCATCATTGTATTCGTCCTCTTCATCGGCATCATTATCGTTTTCGTCCTTTGTGTCACCGTCGTCGTCAATCCCAACTTCTTCCGTCGCCGCGAGGCGTGCTGCGACGGGGGTGACACCAAGCAATTCCTCGTCGTCATTGTACTCATCATCTTCATCCGTTTCAGATGCTGAAATGTTCGAGCCGCGATGGGCCAGTCCCCTCGACGACGCCGCTCTTTTTGCTGCCCCCATCGCCGTTGTCGGTGCATTACGTGATGGTGCAATTTTTTTCTTCTTGTTGTTCTGACGTTTGTGTACCATAGTTGTACTCGCAGCCGAAGATTCGTCGTCGTCCGACGGTATCATTGTTGCGTCGACGCCGATACTAGAACACGACGAGTTATCCACGATACACGCGGCATATGTCTCGTCGCTGTCGTCGTCCGTGTGGCTCTGTTGTTGCTGCGGTAAAGCCGCCGCGGGTGTGGTTGACGACGCCTTTTTTTTCTTTGTTTTACGCACGGGACTCTTCGTTCCTGCTGCTGATGATAATGATGGTAGTCCCGTGGTGGAGGCAGCAGTCATTCTCTTTTGTGCGAGCAACACTTGTGGAGGAATGAATTGAGTCGTCGTATCGATAATGGTGCAATTATCACCGCCGTGCAGCCAGTGGCGCAGACGCTCCGATGTAATGGCCCATTTTTGAAAGATGTGTTGCAGGTCTGAGATGCTTGTAGAAACGTACTCTCCTGCTCCGTTTTGCACACACAAGACGACGGGGAGTGAACATAGCCTCGCGTTCAGTGGAAATGGAACCTGTACGTGTGTCTGTAAACAAAACATGTCCTCATCGTCCACAGTACTATCGCTGGAAAAATTATCTTCTGCTGTGAGGAGGACCAGCCACCCGTGTGCATCATTTTCGGCAGATACGAGCTCTGATGCCGGCGCGCGTTTCTGACGCTTCGTTGGCCTTTCTACTGAATCCGCTATAGATGTTGGTGTAGTCGTCCAGAATACGGCTGGGGCACGGCAAACTTCTGACAATTCCGCAAACAACGTTGTTGAGACAATTTCCCGTGAGGCAGCATGTGTGCCTGTAAAATACAACTCCACTGCAGTTAGAGCCATAACCTTCTTTGTTGTCTTTCCCGCACGACTGTGTTCTCGCAAACATGTACCGTGGGAAAATTATATACGTACATATATTCGATATGCATAGCAGCCGCAAAAAAATCAATCTTGTCTTTATACATTTTATATGTTTGTTTGTGTCTATCTATTTACGGGACTATCGTGCATATGGAACCCAACGGTAGTCTGTCTTGCGAAGTGGAATAAAATCCGCCATCTTGTACAGTAATGAAGCCGCCACGTTTGCGTCGTCTCTCCCGCTCTCAAGTAACATGTAGCGTGGGTTAAGTAACTCGCATTCGATCTCACATATGGGAGGTGTCTCTTTCTGCTGCCGTTCAGCCTGCGTCTTTGTTTGGCCTGACCAGGAGAATGTCACGTCGAATTGCCACGTCGGTTGCAACGCTCCTGTGGACGCATACAAATACGATCGACGTTGCTTGATACGTACATGTGAGGTGTTTTGCAAATGAGGCAGCCTCGGATCGTCATCGCGAATCTCTTGCTCTCGATTCAAGTCGACACGTACGTCTAACAAATAGGGTGCGTTGCCACCGGCGGCGGCCATCACCCCATTATTGCACACGAGTTTCAGCGTGACCGAATCGATGCGATCCTTATGAATGTGCCGTCTCTGTAGTTGACCCGTGTGTTTGTCATCATACATGACCGTTGTACGTACGTCACCAATCTCATGCACCGGATACACAAAGTCTTGCATTTCTTGAAACTCGCGCACGCCGAACCAGTCCTCATACGATGCCAAGTTTTGCATAATACGCTCCATTACAATATTAGGGACACCCGACTGGAAACGGATATTGTTGTGGTGCTGTTGCTGATTTGGTGTCATCGTAACAACACCGAATCGTGCTTCTAGTTCGTATGAGACGAGCGGGTCACGTTCGTGCATACACAGGTGGCGTAGTCGTTCCACGAGACGAGAAACGGCCGGAATGGCTTCAAGGAGATGCCACGGTTCCGCTTCATCGGAATTAGAGACTACTTGGTGTGAATACGAGAACGCGCCAGGTGGTGGCCCTGTAAATGGAAGTTGATGCTGTGGTTGAAATGCCAGCATGTAAGGCAATCTATATAGCGCGCTAGAAACAAACAGTTCACACAAGGTACCTGGAACTCGTTGCCTGTAGGTGCGTGCGCGTGGGCTGAAAAAAGAACCACGCGACAGACCGCATGTAGAAACGAATTCGTGCAAAGCCATCTCATATGCAAAACGATCTATGTATATTTTACACGCATTCACACACATGTATATATATATTGAACAGCAGTTACTGACACGTGTCGCCTTGTCTGAAACATACGGACGACACCACCTTGGTCGTTATCGCAGAGAGCAAAGAACCTTCACCCACTGTAAGTTCGCGCAACTTGTCTTCCGCATCCAGTGATGGAATTGATAATTTAGCAATCGAACCCATCGTCATTATAATTGACGCACCACACTTTTCCAGTGCCACAAGAAGACGTGTGTCGTCCCATGTCACGGGAGCGCGGCAAACGGCAAATGCATGAAACGAGTTTGATAATTCTCGCCCCATACTACGAGAGATTTACAATGTCCGTGCTTACAGAGTGGTGTGGATCTTTTATTTCTATTACAAGGCGATGAATATTGCAAGTGTTTTTACATTGTACTGGTTCTGATCCTCGACTCGAGTGTGTCGTAAACATATATTTATATTACGCATTGTCATTGTCCAGGTCGACGATGGTGGCTCTATCACTGAGATACTTTTGCAACGCCTTGACAGAGAGATCGGTGCATCCGGCGCTTCGACGACGCTCCAACTCACCAAGGGCTGTTTTGGACGGTTCGTAACCCAAATCCACAACAAAAACTCTTGCACACACGTCACACATATGCGTTAGCATAGAAAGAGTGGGTGTCATTATCTTTCGCCCGTAGCTAGTTTTGGACCATTTGTAATCGGGTCCTTCCGATACGCGCAATACCTGTACCGCCAAATGTGCCATTTCGACATCGTGGATACGGAGCGCCAATAAAAACCCACGTGCCGCAGAATCCCACAATCTCTCATCACGCATATGTCGATGATGAGGCCCGCTCATCTGGCACGCGCGCCGCAAAAGAAACGGATTGCGATTCACCACACACGTGTGCACAAAATCAGTACCAAACGTCCACGACGTTAGCATGTTAGAATGCCTCCGAGAGGCGTCCTGCAGGGTGGAGAAACGTGCTCGTGTGGCAAGGGTCCAAAATTGTGCGTCCGCCAGAACATTGCACTGTGTGCTTGCCAGAGCGACGCGGTAAAGATACACGTCGGTGATGCCAAGAATACGACGATGTCTACTTGGCTGTTGTTGCAGGTCCTGATCGCCGTCCGCAATACGGTGGTGCGCGGTCACCATACGTGCGGCAGATTGTATTTCCGAGTTTCGAAACCGCCAGTTATTTCCATTGGCGGATTCTGCGATACCTTCAATCATTTTTGCATAGGAAGGATATAATGGTATGTCATCCCATTGCAGCAAATATGCACAAATCAAGTACCATGTTTGGCGACTCAATGAAACAGGGGACATCATCATAGTTGTGTCGTCATCCACCACCATGCCAGACACGCCCGGTTTCTCTCCTACGCTGTCGTCGGAAGATGCGGTCTCATTGCCGCTCCACATAGTTATCCCCGTAATATCATACCGGTGAGGATGCCTTTCAACATCAACCAGCAAAACACCATTACTACTGTCATTCTTTTGCGGGCTCTTCTGTCTGCGAATGACATCAAGTGGCGCCGCTGTAGGCGCCATAGAACTGAAGGGTGAACTCGGCACGACCGGGTCAACTGTAGAGAATGTTCGCCCAAACGCAGATGCAACCCACCGTGCGCCCGTCGTAAGGAGATTCCGTAAACCAGGGGCCACTGGTCCGTTGGGTAGAGACATCACAGGAATGTCAATACGAGTGGCATCTACCCAAACAACGACGGGGTTCTGATGTGTCGTAAACAAAGCCGGTGGTGCAGCGATAGTGACCAGACACCCTGTGCGAAGATCCACAATCTGTATCCGATCATGCAAACCTAAGCAGTTGCACACATGTGACACTCCATAACAAAAGACCATGTTGTTGTCATGGATAGTGACTCCGGAGTCGCATACGATCGAGTATTTCCCAGTGTCGATGAGAGCGGTATCCTGACGTGCCGGGCAAAGGTGTGATACCACCGACTCCATCTCCTACGTAAAAAGAGACACACAAATAAGTGTCTATACCACGCCTGAAGGTGGATGGAGTACAACATATATGCCCATGTTATAACTCGAGATCACTTATTCGTTTAGACAATATATACGTCGAGGTACAGCCACCCCACCCGCGACACAACATGTAGACAAGTAGTAAACTCGAGTTTTGTCAAAATTTGTTTCAATGCATTGTTTGAAATTGCACGTTATGCATACGCATGTGTGTGCACAAGCCACCATAGACAATACTATGTCTTTCTTCAGTCCCCTAAACACGACATTGTGTCTCTCACGTGTCGCTGCTAATTGCTGTCGATATACGTGTTGTCGTCAAAACCGTGTAAACGTGTTCGGCGCCATTGTTCTTCATCGACCACCCACACACACCTCTACCCACGATGATGCAGCAGCAACAACAGCAAATGATGCTTGTAGATGATGACGACGATGCGCGATTTGGTGCGGCCGCCGTAGCGCCTGCGGCGGCGAATGGCGATATGGATTTTGCTGCCGCCGCAGATGGTGATGACGAAGAGGCGCTAGTGAACGCTGTCACCCAACGTTATCGACAACAGTTGCAAATGGACCTGGAGCAGATGATGCGTGACTGTCGCGCCGCCGATGGCGAACCGTACAACCAGTTTGCTCACCGCTTATTTCAGCAAAACATTGGCCACATTGATGCGAAGCAATTTGAGTTTCATTATATGCGCGTCATGGAGTCGGCCATCAACTTGTATCGCAATTTTGTGGCCAATCACATGGTAGGTGATTCCAGTCACGAAACGTTGGAGAACCACAAACGATTCCGACGCTTGTTGGAGGCGATCCGACATGCCTATCTGCACGTCGATTCGGAGATGCGCGGCGCCGCCGTCATGGACGAGAATAGTGACATGTACACGCCCGCCGAGGTGTCCATGTTCCGCGTCTCAACAATTGACGTGGAGGAGAACGAGCCCCACCAGAACTTGTTGCTCTTTTTGCTCAACGAGGCCTTTCACAAGGGCTATCGCCGCTACAAGGGTGCCGTCTATGAGCAGATTTATACGGACGACGACCACGGTCGCTTACCCACGCACGCGTGGCGACAGGTGGCTTCGATGGAGGAATTTGTTTACAACAGTGTCAAAAAAGAGATAAACTATCGCCAGTGGCAGAACCTGACGCATCGGCCCGGTACGGCCCGCAATATGATCGAGTACTTGAGCAAGTCGCGTGCAGACACTGAATTTCCGTGGCTCACGCCCGATCGTACGGTCGTTGCGTGGCGCAATGGGCTGTACATGGCCGACACGATGCAGTTCTTGCCGTACGACCGCGTGCAGCGCGAGGTGGCCGCCGACGTTGTGGCGTGCAAGTACTTTGACCACGTGTTTGATGAGCGTGAGACGCCTGCCGGTCAGGACGGGTGGTTTGAACTGCCGACGCCCTCGTTTGACTCGATCCTCAACTTTCAGGGCATGTCAACGCATGCCAAGATGATGATGTATGTCATGATTGGTCGATTGCGTTATGCGCTCGGACACCACGACCGTTGGCAGGTCGTCCCGTTCATCAAGGGTATGGCGGGTACGGGCAAGTCCACAATTGGCAAGTACTGCCTGGAGATGTTTGAGTTTGCGGATATTGGTATCCTGTCGAGTAACATTGAGGACAAGTTTGGTCTATACGCACTGATGGACAAGTTCTCATGGGTGTGTTTGGAGGTCAAAGAGCGCTTCGGTCTGCCGCAAAGTGAGTTTCAGTCCATGATTTCGGGTGAGCACATGAACATCCCCGTGAAGAATCAGATGGCCGTGTCGACCGTGTGGAACAGTCCCGGCTTTATGTGCGGAAACGAAATGGCGAATTGGATTGACGCTGCCGGAAGTATGTCGCGTCGTCTGATGATTTGGGAGTTTTACAAGTTGGTGCGCGAGGCCGACCCGACGCTCGAACCGCGACTAAAGCAAGAGTTGGGCATGTTCATTCGCAAGGTCAACGAGGGCTACCGCGCCTTTGCGGCCCGCTATGGCGGCATGGACATTTGGAACATTCCCGAGTGCGAGTACTTTAGAGAGACGCGAGAACGCGCCAAGGCGGTCATCAACCCTATCGTCTCGTTCATCCGCACATCGGAGACGGTGCGGCTGAATCCTGAGGGAGGCTACATGATCTTTACGCGCTTCCGCGAACTGTACGTGTCGTGGGCGAAGAATATGGGTCGCTCGACCAAGTTTGAACCCGACCATTGGTTGCCTGTTTTTGCCGACTATCGACTGGACTGCAAGACGGAACAACGCCTGGTGAAGAACAAAATGGTCACGGCGTATTTTATTCTCGGTTTAGAAGAAGTCATTCATAATGACAAGTAGTGTATTAACTAACAAATATATTCTGTGTTGTGTGCGTGCGCTTATGTTCCTATGTGTGTAAGAATTAACATACATTCTTCTAGTATTTTTGTTTGTACATATTACGAAGTATATACATTAGATATAAAAGATACCAGGAGTACCGTCGCACCCACCACACAAAACAACAAAAGGCTGGCGGGAAAGAAGCCAACGAGCATGCCGATACCATCAGTAAGTTGATGATAATCACCCGTCCTGGGTTTGAAGAAAAGCTCATACAGAACCGCCCCCACCTTGAACGCTACCAAGTACAGGGCAATGATAATGGCGATCCAAAAGGAAATCTGGGCAATTTTGAGAGGTCGTTTGCGAAGATCTGATGTATGAGTGCGTTGGATGGACAGGACGCGCGCGCATTCCAAAATAGCCTCTTCGGGCATTGCGACGTGAAGCTCAGTAGCAAGCGTGCGCTCTAGACCGAGCGGTTGGACGCACACGGCGTATTCATCCTCGGGATCGACACCGTTGGTGCGTAGACGTTCTTCCAATTCCCACGTCAGGTCTTCGCGACATAAGAGGAGTACTTTTCTGTCTCCATCAACGCACACCAACCCAAAATCCGGATACATCTCTACAATGCGATGAATGCGGACACACCATATGACACTTGGCGTGGCGTCCGTCATGTCGTGTGCGATGCGCACGAGCCCTGCGGCGGTGCCAATGGGTAGTTTTACGGGTTTCATTCCCACGCGCCTGTCAACTAACCACCCAAACAAAGTGGTACGCGCGTTTCCGTGTCGATGCATGATCGCGCAGTGCCAGATGTAACAGATGATGCTGGCACAACTGTTGCGGTTGAAGAATGGCACAATCGTTGCATTTGAAAAAAACCAGTAAGAAGGTAATACTTGGGACGAAAAGAGCGTCTCTTTTTTATTCGCGACATACATGACATTTTCGTCCCTGTATGTAGAGCGCCATACCACACAACACACATTTATTAATACTCAACTTGATAGTGGAGCCGATTGGGAATCCCAATGTCGACACAGGACCTTTCAGTATGCTAAAAGGGTGACTGAGGAAGACTCGCATAATTCTATGACCGCGTAGATGAAATTTCTCCAAAATGTCCTGTGCCGTGGTATAATAACCCACCCAAAAGTGTGTTGTGGTATCTTCACATCGAACCTCTAACAGAAACGACTTTGACTCAAGGATATCCGTATATAATGCGTTAATCTCTGCTGGAAAGTCGTTCATCTTGACCAACTCGTCTTCAGAGAGATCTCCATTCGCAAATACATGAGCGAAAGCTCGGGCTGCCAAAAGTTTGAGGGACAAAGTATGTGACATGATATATCTGTTTACTTGATCTCTGTCACAAAGAGTACTACAGCACAGTAGAAATAAGTAATCGTGTACATTTCATGTGCCCAAAAGATCCGGTAGAGTGGACTCTGCGGTGTTGAGCAATACTCTGTGCTGTGTATATCATGTCAAGTGAATGAACATGCTCTCTCACTCTATATATTGGTGCATGTCTATATAAAAGGAAACACACCAGTCTCCAAAAGACATTATACACCTCAAAAACCGCGGTGTGTTCTGCGCACGTAAGGTTATTCGATTGTTTAGATTGTTCTTCTCAAAAGGCCTTAGAACATCATGACGGCTCTCACGAGTAACGAGTTGGCAACCGCACTGAGTGCGACACGCAGTAATGTACTCCCGGGCGGTCTGCGCACCTCCGTGTCGATTGTCAAACCACCATCGACAGCAACAAGTAGCACCGTTGTGTCGTCAGAATCAACGCCATCGTCGTCGTCCATGTCACCCATCGTTTCCATCATGTTGCGGATTCTGGCAGGTGTCATCGTCGTTTATCTCGTCATACTATTGATTCGTTGGATCTGGGGATGTAAAGAAGACAAGGACTGCGCGAAGCACTGTCCAAAATTACTTGCGGGTGCATGTGTTGGTCGCTGCAAGAGTGGCTGGTGTGAGACAAAGACGCAGGAATGCAACAACAAAAAGCATCTCTCGTGGTGCCCTGAAAAGGGACGTTGTGTGAACACAAGTCACGAGTTGTGCCGTCCACCCGGCAGCGGACCACAAAAGAAGAAACCGAGTCCAGACATCAAGAAACCCGTCATCATCACCGGCGCTTCTGTTGCAGCAAAGCAAGACCGCCACTTCCAGTTTGTCAACATTGAAGAAAAGAATACTATTCTACAACAACCCCGCGCAGACGACGATGTGTACGATACCGATGATACCGTTTTGCTTGGCAATACGGGTCAGGCGGCAGTCCTGCAAGGTGTGTCGCACGATGCATCGTTTACTTTGCACGAGTTCTCCATGAACAAGTCATAAGGGACTCCCACAGCACAACAATACATATGTACATACACATGTGCAAATGAAAGAAACCCGAAACTGTTGCACATAACAAACATACTATATACTAAGTCAAGACGATCGCTGTGTGGAGCGCTGTTTCAAATAATGCAAAACCTCCTCGACAGACGCCACTTTGCGTGTCTTCACGTCCACAAACTCAATGCTGAGCAGGTGATGAGGATCTTCTACGCTGGGTGTAACAACCATCGAATAGGCGTTGTCAAATCCGTACGTTAAACAACGCTTCCCATCATCGGTATACTCAAATACGGGAATCTTCGTATCGATTTGCATGAGGTCTTTCAGGAGTGCATGTGCTCTCAACTTCCATAGCAAGTCTTCTCCCAGAGACTCAACATTGGTTAGGGTCGCCGCCTCAAACAAATCCGTTATGGTCTTCAGGTTAATCGTGGCGGTACCCACCATGCTTGCTGCCTGCGCATTCTGCGCCATATCTCTGCGACACCGCACGTATAACTCTCTATATATTCAATCATCGTTGAGTGGGTTCACACAAACGTGAATAAATCTATAACGTTCCTAACATACATATAAGTACATGACATACAAACTCGAGTCGTTTATTGTGTGAGGAACCGTGGTACATTGGAAAAGACAAGCACCACCGCGGGCCATGCAAAGTGGAGCGCACCCCAATCGACATATGGACGCACCAACTCTGTCAGCGGTATCATCATACACGTGTAGTCTGTATCATCGTTGGCGCTGTTATTGTTGTTGTTGTTGTTGTTTGTGGACCGTGTCGACGCCAAGAATACCCATGCAGTTTCGTGGTCAAATTGGCGCACCGCGTTTTGTACGCTAAGCATATGCCAAGGCGTGTCCCATTCCGCGTGCCAGCAATATACGCGCGAGCGCAACCACGACGCCATCTTTCGACGCACCATCGTCACAAATGCCGCCCGCATCTTCAATACATGTTCGTCTGGAGCAGATTGTTCTTGTTGCATATCAACAAACGAAATCTGAGGTGGGTGTGTTGCAAATATTTTGGCAATCGCAGCCCTCGTTGACGGCGTCAAGTGCCCGCAGCGCAGCGGGCGAGTCTTGTCCAACACGCGCTCCCGACGCGCGATACGGCGCCCGAAACTGCCCTTGTATTTTGCACGCAGCAGTGCAACCACCAGCGATCCCAGTAGAATGGCAAGTGCGATCCGCGGAGCCCATTGTTCACCGATCATCACGTGCTGTGTATGTACAATACCCAACCAAAAGAGACACAGACACACCACACGACGGGCGCTTGCGTTTCCTTGTTGCTTTCTCTTACAATATATATATGAGCTCACATTATTATATTAAAGAAGATGCCGCTTCGTTAGACACGACCATAAGACACATATGTCGACTCCTCTGCCACGACAACCACCTGTCGCACCGCAACGGCGGCCTGTACGGCGTACGGGCACTGTTATCGGAATAACACACCCGGAGTTATCTATAGAGGACCTGACATCACGCATGCAGGCACAGTTGCGTCTCACCACGGAAAAGAAAGAAGAGAATATTGTTGCTGCTGAAGAAGCCTCGATGATGGACGCAAAGACGCACTATAGAAGAACGCAATCGTACCACATTGCCACGTCGATCCTAAATCGGTTGCCCGGTGCCCCAGACCCAACCTCATTTCTTCTCGCCGCGAACAACGCGACCACATGTCACGAATTACAGGTTGGTACGGTCATCGGCCGCGGCGGGAATGCCGTTGTATACATGCTTCTCTCTCCAAGCGCACAACAATTCGGCCTCGTACAGTCACTTCCACTCACACTCAAGTCAAACACAGTTCCTCTCCGCCTGGAACCTACCGCAATACTAGAACGTCGGTCTGCATCGTCGGAATTGCCGTCGTCTTCCGTAAAACAAACAGAAGAGCAACGCCAACTGGCGGCGTACGGGTGTTGGCAACCCGGTCAGAGTGCGTATTTGTGTCCGTTTGAGCATGAAACCGAAGTACTTATTCTCGCACTAGCAAGTAAGTTGTTTGCAGACGGAGTAACGCCACATATGCCCCTCCACATGGCCTCGTTCACGTGCACATCGACAACGCCGTCTCTTCACGGCACCAGCAGCCACCCACATGACGGCGTTTTAAACACGGTACAAGAACGCTACGGCGTTTTGCAGGCTCCGTACAATGGCCATGTGCATTCTCTGGTGCACTTGCCCGAGTTGTTGCAGATCACATACGCGGATGAGCATATTGTACGTCAAAGCGAATTAATGGATGCAATTCAGGCGACTGAAAAGGGTACATTGTCGTCACCGGCCTCGCTCGATGCAGTGCTTGCAAAGGATTTCCCAAAGACGTCACTGACGGTGCGAGGAGAATCGCTTCTGAAGCGCGTTGCCGTTGAAATTATGCTTGCCGTACTGCACACACTAGCCCTCGGACAGAACACACTCGGATTACAACTAAACGATCTCAAACCCGCAAACATTTTGTTCAAATTCGACGACAACAGCAGTGCTTCCGCCACAGAGCCCTACTTCCGCGGGCAATCTCTGTCTCGGTACTCACACATTGCATACCACATCGGTCCACCGCCACCCGCCGGCGCCGCCGCCCCTTCTTCCTTGCCAGCAGAACAACAGCAAGCACAGGGCATATTTTACATTCCCAACCGCGGATTCGTTGCAAAGTTGATCGACTTTGGCATGGCTGCCGCCTATCGCGTGCCAGTACGACGAGAAAAACAAGGAGAGCCAGGAGGAATAACAAACATCAACGAACCTATCATTGTCACTGAACATGTAGAGGTTTCAAATCACGCCTACACATCGCGTCGTCATAAAAGTGTACGATGCCGCGCAACGTTGGGCGTGCTGGCAACGACGCTCATGGCGGAGACTGCGCAGAGGAGGGGCGGCCCAAATGAGAACCAACGCATTTTGGATCGTCTCATTCGAGAGGCCCGACGGTTGGGTTGCGACGCAGATGACGCGACGGCCGAGAGTATGGCACGCGAGGCAATGCGCACACAGTACATAGAGTACCAGCGTGAATTTTTACGCATCAGTAATAGTCGAAATCAGTTCGGCCTATCAGGACAGTATCAACCGGGTTACGACGCGCACTACTTTGTGGCCACGTTGGCTGAACAAATGCGACATTGGCTTCCAAGTCGACACCGGCTGGACGATCCAGGTTCGGCCGTCCCGGACGATTACGGCCCAATCTTCTACGTGCAACAAACATACAAAATGACACTGGACGCCGAAACGGCCCGACCCGCGCTGGATCATGTCAGTGCGTCAACACCCGAACAAATCTTACACCATTTGTACGCATTAGGCGCCGCTACCTTTCAACCGGGCTATCAGCAGCAGCAGCAGCAACAAAAAGAACCAGGTCAGTCTCGCGTGGGAACGTGGCTCGCACCGTATTGTGAGCGACCCCCTGATGTCCACGACGAAAACATTTTACACCTGTACACATACAGTCCTGAGTACTAACAATCACAAATATACAACTCGAGATATGTATGATATTCCATAATTTGACTTCCCGGCACAACTGCTTGGGTACTCCCAGAGTGTACACATTGTAGCCAACCATCGAATGTGTACACCATTCATGGATGTCACACCATGTATACTCATCCATATCCACCGAGACCAGATCCGCACCATATAAATGTATAAATGAATTTTAGGTCAACTCGAGTTGTCTATGTCACTAAGTGTCGATACTGTATGGGGCTATATACGAATGTACACATATAGATCGTATGAAGGCACACACTCGAGTTTGTTGAGTCGCGGTTTTCTTTGTATGTTCGCTTGTGCGGGGTTATCGGTTTCAGGGATACGTTTACTATACACGTGTATTCTTTTGGTGAAGGAGACGAAAAACAGCATATATGGATGTCGGCGGATGCTGTGTCATCGGCTGCCTCGCTGTTTGCCAAGATGGGTATCGGGCTCTCACTGACTGTTGGCATCGTGCTTTTGGGCTTACCCGCACTCTTCACATGGGTGTATGATTTGGCGGAAATTGGTGGGTTCGTGTGGTACCTGTTGTGGATCGCCCGCGTAGTGTTCGATATTGCCGTGGTTGGATTTATGTTACGACATGCGAATTATGATGAGAGAACAGACTTCAACCACCCGAATGTCTTTTTCTGGGAAATTTTGTCTTGGTGCGTGAGTGTTTGCCGCATCGCAGCGACGGCGTATTACATTGTCAACGACAATGAGCGTGATATTTGGACGTGGTTTGAATATCACTGTTATGAATGCATCGCATTCATGATCTACGTCGGCATATTCACGTATATTCTGCAATGGTGGATGTGTACCCGATTTCAGACCCGCGTGCGGCGATCGCTCCTTCCGTTAGGCGAAAGGTATCGTCTGGATGCATTTGCGCGGCATGTATACGTCATCGTCGCGTTTTGCAAGAAGATTGTCATTGTGTGTTGTTGGTACGCACTAGCGCGTTCACGTGTGCCCCTTTGGTACCTTTGTCTTATCATGTCGGCGCAACTCGCACACCTCGTATGGTGTTGGATACGAATTGCGAAATCTGTATTTTTAGAACAGGCGCCCTATGGACGCACCGTGGCAAATGTGGATATCACTACGTGTGAGATATGCTGTGAAGATGGCAAGCACTTGGCGCGCATGACCTGTTGCACATTGGTATTGTGCACGGATTGCATGGAAGGAATGCTACGGGCGGGTCACATCACAGGAACATGCCTGCGCTGTCCGCAGTGCCGTAGGGACGTTAAGCGGAACAAAGTGCACACGACGGGTCAATATGGCCTCCAAGTCAAGATCCTACTATTTCCGGTGTAGAGAAAACTACTACTACTTGTCCAGTTTTTTTGCGGATATGCGCATCAAGTCTTTTGCGTGCGCGCACACACACACGCACAATCTCTGTGTACCATAAATTATATGTGTGTAAAAAATGGTTGGTTTGTTAATGTCAAAGAGCGAGTCACATAGCCTATACTATTTACTAGTGCTAAAGCTCTGGTAAAAAAAACTGTGACCATCCGCTGTTTGCATCTTGTTTCTTTTTGACAACACCCCAACCCGACCATATCATGGCCACCTCTACACCTGCTGTCGTAACGGTTGCTGCTCCGTCCGTGCGCGAGGGAGTTGCCGGAGTCGGTGATTCTTTCAGTCGACTTTTAAACACGTCCATTTTGGGTCCCCTGACTGTGAAGTGGCTCCTCATCATTCTTATCGGATTTCTTGTGGTGATGTACGTGAAGAACTGCGCGAAATGCCAGGAGAACCAGAAGACTAAGAAGAAGCAACAGCAAAATCAAGAGTAAACCAACTCGAGTTTAGCGTACATTCAATTGTGGATGCTGACGCAAGACTACTGTATATACTACAGGTTGTATACACCGGTACACACACATGCAGTACATACACATCATGTTTGTCACATCATAACTTTCTCTCTCTCTCCATGATACCGGGCCTAAAAACTTTGTGAGTCATAGAGCGCATATATATTTATATTTGTACACAACTCGAGTTGTTCTATCGTCGCGCATCCACTACGATACCAGGAGGTGCTGGGGTTGTCGTGTCCATGACGACAGACGCTGCTGCGGTTGCCGTTCTAGTTGGCTGTGGCTGCGTGCTGTGTGTTGTCCCAGTAGTATTCGTTGTGTGCGGTTTTTTCTGTTTCTTCTGAACGGTTGCGGAGGCACTCGCGTCCTCCTTCGGTGTCGGCGCGTTTTCTTGCGCCACTACTTGGACCTTGACGACCCGTGATCGTTTTTTGTGCTTATTTCTTTTCGGTGAGTGATCACCGCCGCCGCCACCGTTGCCATTGTCGTGTTTGTCACGTCGTCCCCCGAGAAAGAACAAGATGCCACCACACATCCATGTGTAGAAGAAGGCCACAATGTAGTTTAGGAGTTTAAAGCCAATGCAGAGGAACCACCAGAAGAAGAGGCCGAACCAGAAGAAAAACCATCCCGTCCATCCCATCAACGTGATTGCCATCTTGTTCTTCAGCACGACCATGAGCAGCAAGAATGCCAAAATGCAAAAAACAATCCCCACGATGAACAACAGTAAGTTGTACATGTTCTTTTCCTTTGGGTGTTTTCGGTGTGTATCTAATTCACCCAGTTGCAACACGCTTTACCTTTCTTATAACATAGTATGCACAAAAATTTAAAATTGCGTGCTTTTTTCTTTTAGTAGCGAGAATGGCACATATGCCCGCCTGTTGCGTTTGTTGCGACCGCCGTACACACACCAGTCGGGAAGCCAAAATGATATATGTGTTCGTCTGCGCGACAGCAACATCCCATCTTGACGGTTGGTGCGAACAGAAATATAATAAGGTCATGGATCAAACGTGGTGAGGTAGGTATCAACGCGCTATGGGGTGAATCGTTGCGTTGATTGATGCAGTTTTCGTTCCTGTTTTCTTGCAGAGCACACACCTCTCAAAAAGTTATTCTACCTTGAGATATATTTTGTATTATGGAAGGTTCGTTCACGGCGCCACCCACTACCGCCGAAGTAATAGAGTTTACCGTCACATACAACACGGGCGCGCGCCACACTCAGTGGTTCTACGCCGATGACTTTGTTCCGACTGCAGAGTTTTCAAGAGCCCTGTTCGTGCCGGTGACCGTGTGCCGGATTTTGGACGCCGATGGCTCGAGTTGACAGGAATGAACGCAAGTGCAGTATATATATACAATCCATGTGTGTACCATAAACAACTCGAGTTTTACGCAATTAAATTGGACCAATGTTTAGAGTGCTAAAATGCGTGGTAAAATGTACGTGCGCCGGGCAGTCGTCACGTCGCGGGCTTGTTTGGTTTCATTTTTTCCCCGCAACAGCAACAACAGTGTGCGTCTTTATCAATCTGTTCGTTAGAACGACGACACGTGCTGCTCGAAATTATTAATTAGTATGGAGGCTTTCGCAGTCGCAACCGCCGAGTTGCATCCCATGTCTTCGCTCGGTGAAAATATGATGGCAGATTCTGTAGGGTTGGGGCTCGCACAGTCGGATGCTGTCGACGATGTGATGCTCGTCGATCACGAACAACACCCCGCCGTTGCAGCCGTAGCAATGGGCAACCACGATGTTGGTAATGTCGCTGATGCCCAGTCCCGGCGTAAGCGAAAGCGCCAGGATATGGAGGAAGATGCTCCTTCGGTGCAATGGGCTGTCAGTATCCCGAATCCCGGCAACTTCACGCATCTGGTCAAGATGATTGAGAGTGTGATGCCCGAGGCGTTTATGAAGGTTGTCAACACGAAGAATTTTACCGGTGTTGGCTTTGAGTCTGTCGACGCTGCCGGAATTTGCTACGCGATTGCGCGACTTGGCTGTGACTCCCAAATCGCACCTGGTTGCGACACCAATCGGCAGTGGTCGTGTGTGAACATGAGTTGGCTCCGCTTGTTTTCCGAATCGGCGCCCCCGAATTCGGAAGTTTCGATTGTGTCAATCAGTAATAGCGATGATTTGCTTCTCGTTGCGAATGAGATTGGTGCCAATGGGCGTCGTATCGAGTGCGAAATGCACAAGATTGGAAAGGAGCCCGAAGCAGGACGTTTACCAAATTTTGACTACCGGTTTGTCATTGAATTCAGTGTGACGGACCTCAAGAATATTGTGGCGGCTGGAAAGTCGGCCAAGGCAGACAATCTCAAATTTTCCATTCTGACACCCGCGGAGGGTTCTGGTCTGCCGTCCAACGCAAACTACTTGTCAATCTCCTTTGAGAGTCCCATGGGTTACATGATGTGGATCTTTGCCAACTCGGACGATTCCTCCAAGACGGCGCCTGGGTCATCGTCCGCAAAGAAATCGTCGTCCGCAGCGGATGCGGGTGCTGCTGCTGCCGCTCCGGCCAGACAAGTCTCGAATATTGACAGGAGCCTCCTCGCCGAACAGTTCAATATCGAGTTTTCGATCAAGTATTTGACGAGTATTGTCGGGTCTATGGCGCGTCGCACAGTGACGCTACGATTGAGTGCAAAGACGCCCCTCGAACTGGAGTACCAGTTAGGTGACGGTGCGAGTTGGATCAAGTGGGTCCTCGCGCCGCGTTTGGATGAATAAGTATAATTGTAAGTGTATGCAACGCGCATGTACCAACGTTCGATGAGTCTCTCTCGCATAATATGTGTATATATAGTATATACCGATATCTCAGACGTAATGCTGCTACATGTGCGTGTATCTCTTCTGTTGGTTTCTTTATTGTTGTTTGCTCAGGGCGCCACCATTTTAAACAAATTCGCAACGTCGGTCTGGTTACAGTCCCATTCCGCATCTGTTGGGGAAATTGCAAAGCGGGATCTCCAAATCAAATAGCGGCTTGCCCAATACACAAACTCGTCCTTCACGGCAACGCGATGATAGTATGCGGGAAATCTGAGCGCGCTACGAAACTTGCGCAAAGCAAGATATTCTGCATCTGCATCATCATCCACATCCGAACTAAGATACCCGGGTGGTGAAGTAGTATACGTTGTCGTCGGTGCTGTTGTCACTAGGTCTGTGGACCAGTGCATGAGATCAGTAATGAATAGTTGCGTCAGATGTGGTCGTGGATACATGAGCCATTCCTCAACCCGATCTTCTTTTGGTGGGTAATAGGAGGCCAAGTCAACGAAGCCGGCGGGTGTTCCAGTTCGCGTCGCACGCATAAGATCTTCAAAGGCAGACACAACGCGCGGGTCATTCAAGCGCAGACCTGCAAGTGCGCGATTGAGCAAGACCGAGTTGGTATCCTCCTTCAACGTGGGGCGTGTTGATTCGTCGTCCTCCGTCCCAGTGACGTCTTGAACGCGAATACCACGAATAGTGGGCGCCACATTCGCATTGTCCCGGGATAGGTTAACCGTGAGGATACGAATGTTGGAAGGATCCAGTGAAAGTGGTAAGGTCATCAAGTCGACCATCGCGAAACGTAGACCTTGTCGAACCTGGGTTGGGTCGATCGAATGGAAGGTAGTTGCCATATCGATGGCATCATCCATACGACCGCCCATGTAACGCGCGAGTTCTTCGTATGTCGAAAAGTATGACACAGGACAGAAAGGCATGGGAGCAAATTCAGGCACGTCACCGATCGCACTCTCTCGAATGCGCGCAGGAATGGTTGCATCACGTTGCGCCTCCGGAGTCGATAACAAGGGAAGAAGGAACAATGATGGCAACAGATCGACCAGTTGTTCAAAGTAGTACCGCCATTGTAACTGCGATGCGTATCGAGTTGCAATGTCGCCACCGGGAGTGACATCGAATCCGACTGCTGCGAGCGGATACCACCATCGCTGCATCCACCTTTGCACGGACGGCAGCGGCAATCTCTGCTCTGTGGTGGCCGCCAGGGATTCCCGAAAGGCCACCACGTCACGCGTGCTTGGGAGTTGCTCTTGAATTTCAAGGATGAGATCCGTCGGAAGCATAGACGGTAATGTCTGCACGAGTGGGCGTGTTGCCTCACACAAAAGACGTCGCTGATCCTCTCTGTTTGATGGGGATGTGGTCGAAAGAAGTTGACGAATTTGGCTGTCTTGAATGCCGAGACTCTGTGCCAAGTGAATGAGATCAGTGACAACGTCCTGTTGTTGCTGCTGCTGCGATTCGGCCGTACAGGCGTTGTACCAAATGCGGTGCCAGTCGCCAAACAATGGACGCTGCTGTCGTGGAGGTGGTGGCGCAGCAGGGTTCATTCCGCCGCCCGTTGTTCGCTTTGCACGTCGGATGATGCGTGTGGAGGGTTCCATATGTGTAGTCTGGCAAACGGTGGCTGCGTGTGTGTCTCGAGATGGGTGCCTCCAGTGTGGAGATCACTCTTCTGCCTGAGTTTGTTGTAAAGGGACCAAAGAGAAAAAAGAAAAGCAAGTGAATGTGTGCCCTTTAGCGGTTTGTTCTCTGTATGTTTTGCTACGCGACCCACACATCGTGCGTAATGTATACATGTGTGCAAAAGAGAAGGTGTGAGTGATGTGTATGTACAATCGTAGCATATGTACTACGTGGTGTGTGACTGTGTGCCTTCTTCTTTTTTCTTTTCTCGCGCTTAATCGCGGAACAAGGGGCCGGCGTGACCCTCGATGTGGCGAACCACTTGATGATTGCGCGCGATCACGATGATGGTGACAAACTCGTCTGCCAAATCAGACTGCAACTTGAGAAGCAAGTCGGCATTGTCGACGCGAGAAAAATTGTTTGAACCGTTGGGATTACTGTCTTCGGCCCAGATGGCAAACGACTTGTTGTAGATGTGCGACTTTGGCAGACTGCTATGCGATTGGTACGGCTCGACCAAACGGTAGTAACGTCCCTCGTGACCGGTGAAACGGTACAGATTGTTCATGCGAAGCGCCACCTCAGCGATCGGATCGCGGCCGTCCTTGCCCGAGAAGTTGAACCAATTGTTGCAGTCCTCGTTGACCTTTCGACGCACAGCCCACATCAACTCAATAACGGGGTGGTTGAACGACAGACGTAGTTGGTGAGTCTCCGACTTGCCCTGGAAGAAGTTGAGTTGCGTCTGCGTGATCAACTGGTCAAAGTTGGCACTCGCGAAACGGTTGCGCTCGTCAATGTCCAGGTGAACGTACGTCGCGTCCACAAAGGCCTTCAGATCGTTGGGCGTCAGTTGGGTGCCATCCTCCTTGAGCACCTGCACGTCGCGACTGGACACGACGATGCAGTTCTCCAACTTCTCCCATTCCACGATCATCTGGACACCGTGGTGGTGCATGTTGATGAGAGGCAATACGTTACCAGGTGACAGAGTGAAGTAGTAGGGCATCGGCACGTAGAAGCGCTGACTGAACTGCGCATCGCGAATCAACTGCTCGCGTGTCTTGCGTTTGCCGATCATTTCGCGCAGGCGCTTGCCGGCCTTACCCGACAACTCCTCCCACATGTACAGCGAGACACCATACAAGGTGTCGGTCAGATGACCGCCCACGAACAGCGCGGCGCGCTTAATCAGCAACTGCGCGACGGCGTTGGCCCAGTGACACCACACCCTGGGCTCGGCCGACGGAGCAGGTGCAGCGGCGCCACTGCCAGCAGAGGCCGAGGGAGTGTCCGTGTTTGCGTAGGCGCCGTAGTTGCTGACGCCGCGCGGTACGCCGGCAGCAGAACCGGGCAAGTAGGCGCGGATGGCAGGCAAGTCGATCACAATGTACAAGTAGTACAGCAATTCGGCCGCGCGTTGGAAGGTCAACTGCGAGGTACCGCCGAACTGGGGCTGGTTGACAAACGGCTGGCACACGTTCTCCATGGCGAAATTCGTCGACTTGTTGAACCGGCGACGCCAGTACGAGACACATGCACCCTTTTTGATGAACTGGTCCATGGCTCCCAGTTGCAACAACTCGTTGCTTGCGGCACCTTGGCCCATCGAAAACATTGGTCCGAGGAAAGCCATTGTTGTGTGTTGAGTTCTCTCACGCTTGAGTACTTTGGAAAAAACGGGAGTAGTGTTTGCGGACTTGGGACGTCTGCACACACACGGCGGGAAAAATATAAGGTACCAGAGAGAAGGGATGAGGTTCCGTTTACAATATATGCGCGCACCAAAAAAAACTTAAGCGATGACTCCCGGAGAGTTGGAATTTTTTCGAAAGAGTAAGTGAGATGTGTGCCCCGCTATGCGCTTTTGCACGAAAACATGATATATCGTGTGTATGTATACATTGCGGAAGTACCACTGTGGGAGGGGAGCGTACCTTTTTTGTTCTCGTCACACACAGACCACACGTACACACGTTCTTTACTTTATATACTGGTACACAGCACCACTAAAAAATACGCTCATGTGTGCCGTGTCTGTATATATATATATATATATATGTGAATATGAATATACATGGTTGGTGTGCACTACGAATCTATTTGGGCTTATATGACGATTGCTGTATCATCATGTATGTTAGTTACGGGAGTGAGCATGTACGCATACTAAGTAAAGGAGACTTACACAAATACTACAGAGCATTTATGGCAACCGCTCTTCTTGTTCCGTTACCTCTTGTTGTGGGTGGACTCTCGGCCGCTATCAGCAATAGCGGTGGTGGATCTATGCAGAACACATACCGCAACTATCGATGCAATGTGCGGTTTGCGCCTCCTCCATCCATATTTGGCCCGGTGTGGACATTGCTGTACGTGCTCATGGGCGTCGCCGTCATGTTGGTCGTGCGCGCGTTCCAGCAGCACAGCGGCAACCATAGTCCCTTGGTCCAGAATCAACTGTTTGTGTTTGCCATTGGATTGTTTGCGGTGCAACTGATGCTCAACTTTTGGTGGTCGATCATATTCTTCCGCTTTCAGCAACCGACGGGCGCTCTGGTCGTGTTATTGTTGCTCGACATTGCTGTTGTCGCCACAACAATCCTGTTCGCAAGACTCCAGACTGTCGCGGGATTACTGATGATCCCGTACGTTGGGTGGATTTTGTTTGCCACATACCTGAACGCTGCCATTGTCCGCAAGTTACATAGCAGCACGCGACGAGAACAAAACTGTCACGATGTGTAATGACGAAAACACGCACACAAAGTACGAGGAGTAGTTCTCGAAATGTGTGTGTGCGTACGATCCGTATCTAAAAATGTGTATGTCAGTACATAAGACGTAGAGATACACACTGCAATTTTCCTTGTTTTCTCTCGCTTCCTTCTTCTTTGCCCACAAAGTCAAAGACTGTAACAATAATAAGGATGTGCAGTGTGCGCCCGGTCGCACCATAATAAGATAGTAGCACCGCCATACAGTCCTAGAATTCACCACAACATACTTTTCTGCTGTGTAAACGTGTTACACAGAGACATACCCCTGTCTATCTATCTATATACATGGGGCGGGTCGGTGCAGCCGTCGGTCTCAGCGTTGCCATCCTATGCAATTTTGGAGTGCTCGCGTATGCGATCGCGTATTTCTTGGCCAAACCCATCAATGCGTGGTACACAATATCCGACTACAGCGATATTAGCACTGCGCTTGGGTTGATTGCACACCTGGCGATGGCATTGCCAACGATACCGCTCGGTATTATCGCACTTGTCCTCGTACTCGATCGATCACCTCCCGTTTTTCTGGATGCACTCTATGCGTTATGTTGCGCTGGCACCGCTGTAACGGGGATCACGCTCGTAATACGTCGTACGAGCGCTGCAGGACCCATTGGCGATGTTGCCTTTGTCGCGATGGCGTGTGTCGTACTCAAACACGCAATGCGGGTGTGGACGCTATCGACTACGACCGTGGATACGTATCCAAACGACACTATCGCTACTACTGGCCAGCAGCGTAGTCTAAATGCTGAAGAAGTGTCCGCCGTTGTTTTGGCAAGTAGGAGAAGGCAAACACGCAAAACACACGTTCTTGTACTGTTCTGGACCATGTTCGGGGCAACCGTATTTCGCATCGCGCTGATGCCACTACTTATCCAAGATTGGACCGGAACGCCCATCTTCACAAACATGCTCCATGTGATTATCTTTCTGAATGTGGCATGCTGGACAAACCTGGTCCCCGCCGCGTTGTGTACGATCTGGCGGTGCTGGCAAGCGCACAGAAAAAACAAGCAAATGCGGCATCGTTCGCGGGAGTTATACAGCATTCTACCACAGTATGACGATGGTGATATGGACGAATACACTGCATTCTAGTATGTATTGAATATTATTTGTTGTATTGTTGTGTTTAGCAAGCAAACAGCAGAACACCCATGCACCTACTACAGACGTGCAGTCTGTATATAATCCCACCGCCAATCATCGCCGCCGAGAAGTATCATGCAATGCAGAAGGTGCCGGCACAAAATGGCTCCATCAAGGTGATGCGTGCGCAAAATCGAATACGCGCGATCCGTGGTCGAATTGATCTCTATCCGCTCGTACTGTCCTGCTTTATCAAAGTAAATACTCCACAACCACACCGCAGACGCAGCAGTAGTTGTCTTCCGCGTGCTCGAAGGATCTTCATTGGCGGCGGCGGTTTTGATACTACCATCAACAATCGTGACATGTGGATTGTTTTGGTTGATAGCACTAGAATGATACTCGTAAACAGACCAAATATAGCCGCCAACGGCGCTAATCCTACTACTGTGCTGCGTGGTGGTAGTAGGAATACCAGTATCGTCTAAAGCCATTGATGGTGTCGCTGTGGCATTGTTGTCGGCACCACGCGGCGATGCGCATGTGACATCGCTAAATCTTTCCACGACATGCCCCAGGTTTGGAATATCGATGACATGATTCAGTGGCGGTGAGGGTGGTAGTGCTAAACGCTGTCGCGATGATAGCGATGATGACACGGCAGTCTCGTTGAGATCGCGAGTGCCATCGATGGGCGTTGCCCACGTCGTTGTGCCGGCGGTAGCAGCACGTGCGCAGTGGTCGAAACAAACCATCTGACCCGTGTGGGGTTGACGAACGTACCTCACCAGTTGATGCCAGGCTAAGGCGCTGCGGAACGCGTTACCATGATGGTCACTAGAAGAAGGAGATGAAGAGTCACGATGCAACGTATCCTGTAACCACAAACGAATATTGGCTGCGGACATGTGTGCGCGAAAAGCGGTACAGTCCCCTACCTAGACGTGCGCGTACACAGGCCAGTAAAGTATATATATATGTAAGTATATTATGTACGCGCGACAAGTCTCCTTTGTGACAGTGTACCGATCATGTGAACTGCAAAATAGACCACTCGAGTTGCTGAACAAAATTACAATCAGTATACACAGAAACTATTTCTCTGTAGTCAATGAAGAGACACCCAAAGTGACACCTTGAGTTATGGTGTATATGTACACATGACAAGTCACCATACCAATATATACAGAGGTAAGTTTTTCGTACCCCGAGTATCCCGAACAGATCGGTGAATATATTTTTACAACTCGAGTTGTCATATTGGGCATATTTTACAACCCAAACAACAAACCGGCGTTCAAGTTGGCGGTGACCCCCGGTGTCGCGTTGCTCAGTTCGGCCGCGAGAGAAATGCGATCACCTGCAGCCACAGGGAGCATTGTTGCCACGTTGTTGGCCGACGATGAACCACTAGGGATGGTCGTTGTCAACACACTTGCGGCGCCGTTTTGGAAGATGGTGAAGATGACGTTTTGACCAACGGGCACCGTGACAAGACTGCCGTTGTCATTCGTCACAGCAACGTACAAACTGTTCAACGTACCGGCGCGGGGAGCGATGAATGTTTGACCACCCTCATTTGCGCTGAGGGTGCCACCAAAGCCGAACCACTGGAACGAGTTGGTCAATGTCGGGGCAGTAGTACCACCGTTGGCAAAGAACACGACGGGCACACCGTTGGCAGGTCCTGTAGCACCGGTTGCGCCGGTGACACCCGCACCCGTGGCACCTGTGGCGCCAGTTGCACCGGTCGCACCTGTGCCTCCTTGTGGACCGGTCGCACCGGTGACACCGGCACCCGTGGCGCCGGTCGCGCCGGTAGAACCCTGAATTCCTGTCTCACCTGTGGCACCGGTTGCGCCGGTGACACCCGCACCCGTGGCACCTGTGGCGCCAGTTGCACCGGTCGCACCTGTGCCTCCTTGTGGACCGGTCGCGCCGGTCACACCCGCACCCGTTGCACCTGTGGCGCCGGTGGATCCTTGGACTCCTGTCTCTCCTGTCGCACCGGTCGCGCCGGTCACACCCGCACCTGTAGCGCCCGTCGCACCGGTTGAACCTTGGACTCCTGTTTCACCTGTGGCACCGGTTGCGCCCGTGACACCTGCACCTGTAGCGCCCGTCGCACCCGTTGAACCCTGCACTCCAGTGTCTCCTTGTGGTCCCGTAGCGCCCGTGACACCGGCACCCGTAGCGCCTGTCGCACCGGTGGATCCTTGGACTCCTGTCTCACCTGTAGCACCGGTTGCACCTGTGACACCCACACCTGTTGCGCCTGTGACGCCAGTCTCGCCCTGAACTCCCGTGTCTCCTTGTGGTCCGGTTGCGCCTGTGACGCCGGAAGCACCTGTCGCACCAGTGACACCCGTGTCACCTTGGGCACCGGTGGCACCTGTAGCGCCGGTCACACCAGGATCGCCCTGTGTACCTGTAGCGCCTGTATTACCGAGGTCTCCTTGAGGGCCAGTGGCACCAGTCACACCCACAGTGCCCTGAGGACCTGTGGCGCCGGTGTTACCCAAGTCGCCCTGTGCGCCCGTAGCGCCGGTCACACCGCGTAAGCCTTGCAAACCGGACGCACCCGTTACGCCAGTCGGTCCCTGGGGGCCGGTGGCGCCGCGTGGACCGCGTAGCACGACATTGACACAGCAGTCGTCGCAATCACAGGGGTCGCACTTCTTGTGCTTCTTCTTGCAATCTCCTTTCGGCATGTTGAAAAATGAAGAACCGTAATTAGTTTACGCTGTTCTTATATACTTGTACACTGGCACGTACGTGTTGTGTACCAGATAGTGCAAACAAAACACACACACGCACAAGACAAAAAAACTTGCACTGTCTGGGTTTGATTTATACTGGGCAGAAAAAAAATCCGACCCCTCTTTGATGGGGTCCACCCGCGTGACGACCTTGTTCGCGGGAAAAAGAGGAGTGTATTTACTGTTCCGGTTTCTGAGATGATGAATGACGATGATCCATACGAGTAATACAATATATACGAGAGACATTGAATGTTTGTCCCGGGACAAAATTGGTTGATTTTCGATTGCTTATTGTGGGATCGCCGGGGGTGGGACATGCTCATTCGTTGTTGAGGGTGTACCAGGCAGAGATACAAAAACTGTCTCATAGTAAGCAGATTTCGTGCCGAATAAAAAATTTTGGTGGTCGGTATAAAGTCAAACGTGAACGTTGGTGTTTGCTGCAACAACAGAGTTATCGCCAACGCACACACGTGTGATTTGCATACTTTGGAGACTGCAAAATAATCTACAAACCACACACACAGAGAGAGAGAAATCGCAACGGACGCTCAGAACATGTTGTTTTTCAATTCTACGTACGGACTAGTTGCAGTCGCGCTGTCGTTATGGTTGGGCGCGATTGCGTTTGTGTTATACGAATCGAATCGTTTCGCAGGCGTTCGCCAATGGTGTTCCACCAAGTTTGGTGCGATCTTCCGCCGAGGAGCATCGGCGGCGAAGGCTGTTGTGGTGGAAAAGAAGAAGAAGAAGAAAGTGAGCGCTGCTGCCGCAGTCGTCAGTGCGGACGTGCGCCAACAACTAGAGACCGCAACTGGTGCAAGTGTGAGCACAGGCCAAGGCCACGCTCTCGCCGTGGCTACTACGACGGTCGCGGCTCCTGTGGTGGTTGAATCCGTTGTTGCGCCAGCAGTGTCGCCGGCGGCCGCTGTCAGTTGTGCGTGCGTTGATCACAACGTACCTGTCGCGGTCGAACCCGTTGTAGCCACTGCAGTTGCTACTACCAATAATGTTGCAGTCAACTACGATCTGTTACCGCAGCAGCAGCAGCAGTACCAAGAATTTGTGCCTGCTCCGGTCCAGCAGCAACCACAACAGCAGCAAGTGTACTACGTGCAGGCGATCCCGCAACAGCAACAAGTGCAAGAGATATCGTATATTTCGCAGCAGCCACAGGTGATGGAGCAACACGCGTACGCGGGGGTATCGTCATTTGGACAAGCGCCGCGACATGTTCGATTCAACGACGTCGTCACCGTGGACCGAGCGGACTTTGGTTACATCAATTAAGTGGAGCACTCGGTCATCATAAATAAAAAAAACAATCCAACACAATCTATTGCCGCGCAACACTTGATTCATTCAAAAAAGATATAGATACACTATATGTTTACTTTTCGTTATTCACATAGTATGCTGTCATGCAATGGTGGAGTGTGGACACGCGTGCCTGAAGGGTCGCCACGGACAAAGCAATGTCATGCTCCGACGCTAGTGCCGCTACCTCTTGCAAACCGGTCGCCACGGACAACGGTGACGCAGCGGTGTTGGATTCCTCCTTTTTCGCCGCTGCTGTAATCGCACTCAGATGGGCGTGTAACGCATCGGCGTGCTGATGCAACCAGCGGTCCACCAGGGCCATGTCCTTTTGACTGTGCTTCTTCGAAAACAAGCAGTCGATAAGAGTGGGCTCCTCCATCTGACCCAACAGGGGAATCTTCTCGCGCTCGTCCTCAAAATCCACCGCCAGTACGACGCCACGATCGTTCAAAATGAAATTGCCCAAATGTGCGTCGCCGTTGCCAAGCAAATAGCGTTGCATCAAATTCTTCAAAATCTCCACCGTGCACTTTGACACGGCCGTGTCGTCCATGCGCTTGACCACTTGTTGCACTCCCAATTTTTCGCGATCGACAATTGTCACGGGCAATTGGTCGTGCGTCTTGAGCTCGCGAACCTCACCCGTCCACTGAGCGGGATCAGTGGTGGCAATGTTTTGCGTGCGCAAGTAGAACGCGCCATGGTCGGCATCGTAGGCAACAGTTGTTTCTCGAACGAGCGAAGCAGAGGTCGTCGGCAATGTTGTCTCTCCAGCGGTAGCGGGTGCCGTTGATGCCCAAATGCGTCGCATCACATGCGTACGGAAAACACTGCGCAATACAGTCTTTATATCGCCCACCACACCCTCTGCAAACGGTCCCTTGTAAACGTACTGCGGGGAGATGAGGACAAACTTCTTGGAAGCACTGGTAGGCAATTGCGCCAGTTGGAGACGCATAATATTATCCACCTCGGTGGCGTCCAACGTATGTATATTGTCGCCACAAACGGTACGTAATACCGTAACCATTGTCTTTGCGCGCTTAATGGCGCTGACCTCGGAAGAGGACTCGCCGGCGTCCTGTTGTTGCTGACCGGATTCGTCGACAGCACCATCCGCTGCTGCTCCTTTCACATCCACCTCAACATTGTCGTCGGCACCGTCGGTAGCGCTTGCACGTTTACGTTTGCGCGTCGCCGCCGCCTTTTTTGCACTCGGCGCCGTCTTCTTCGCGGCAGCACCTCCTTTGGCGGGTGCCTGCTTCTTCTGGGGCGGCTGTTTCTTCTTCGTGTTTTTCGGCGCGGACTCGTCATCACCATCCTCGTTTACACGGTTCTCGCGGCCGTCGTCATCGTTCTCACCATCGGGATGCGCAGTAGTCCCGTCCCCCTCCTCTGGTTCGTCATCTTGCGGTGTCTGTTGCTGTTTGGCCGGGCATGGTTTGGGAGAAAATAAGGTGCGGCACTGCGTGTGCCAGACCGACTTGTACGCCCACTTAAGGATCTGCGCGGCGCGGGCATGAAACAGACCACGATCGGCGAGAATGGTCTCGTACAACTGTGCACTTTCGTCAGCGAAGCGATCCGCAACGACAGCAGTCACCGCCGTTGCTGGCTGCACAATCTTAAGAGATTCGGTCAAGTGGCGGTGCAACACTTCAGCCGAGGACAACCCAGGAACAACCACCGGGCCATGCGATTTGAGAAGCTCTTCGCTAGGCCAATGCGCCGCGAGGTCCAAATGAAGAGTACTAGAATCGTAGGCCATCAACGCAAACCCCGTATTTGCGTCGGCCTTTGTATATCCGGACCGTAAACAATACTTGTCCACCATGCTGCGTAGATCCAGATGGCGGCGCTGCTTGAGGCGTTCAACGTCGAGCGCCTCGGTCGCTGGATACTCTGAGTACAGGTCGAGCACGCGTGCCACCTCGGGTTCTCGTGTCAAGGCAAGCAGGTCGACGTGTGTCATCCGGGTCCAGTCCAGGGTGTCGCGGCGCGCGGTGAGCAATACTGCCAGGATTGGGATTGTGCGCTCGTTTGCAATGCCCTGCGCCAATAGTTCGAGCAATGACAGGACCGTGAGCACGGATGGGGCCAGCGGTAGCGGGATCTGACTCAACAGGGTGGACCACATCCACGCAATAGGGCGTCGCCAAAACGCGAGTCGGGCAACCTTGCGCGACACGTCACTGTTCTCCACAATCTCGGGAAAGTACTTTTGCCACTTTTTGAGATTCTGATCCTGGTGGAGAGGCATAAAGGCAAATGTTGGACGTGCAGCCTCGTCGGGAAGCACGCGGCGCTCGACCAAATCAATCGACATCAACAAATGCGTGGCTGCCAACAAGAGTGTCTCGCTCGCCTCCGCCTCGGCAACAATCGTAGACGCCGCAGAAGATGTGGTGTTGTCAGGCGCCGCCGCCGCAGTACCAGTTTCTGCATTTTTGTGAACATCATCGTCCTGTTGCTTGGTGATCGCCGCCGTTTTTGCCCACAAGGTGCTTGTCTCGCGCAACAAATGCAACCACAAACAACCAAGACGGAAAGGGTCCAGTGCAAAAACGTTGCCGGCGTCTTGACGAACCAGATTCCCCGGCGCAGTGATCGGTTGGTCCGCCACGTCCAACAACCACGCAACGGGCTTCCATGTCGACGGTACGCGCGGAGCCACGGCAATGGCTTCGTTTACCGCGGGTGCAATGTTCTGCCACACGTCCGCCAAACGCTCGAACGTGTCATTCTTTACCATCGTCGGTAGCATGGCGGAAGCGACGAGTCGGGACTTGGGACTACGTGTCACGAGGACACTCGCCGCGACCAAGAGTTCGCGCGCCTTGGGGACCACGTGGGAAAGGGCCTTGAGTTGCTTCATCGAAGTCTTCTTGGGCTGCTGGTTGGCGCCATATTCGGAGATAGCATCGGTCCACCGCATGCGTGCAATGAGAAAGTACAATGGGAGTAGGTGGTCGGCGAGTCCAATCTCATCCGTCAGCACCTGCATGTTCCACCGCCAGGCGTCCTCGCTACGCCCGCTCAGATCCGCCTCCACGTCGACAAAACCCTTGTTAAAAACGTTGCCTGTACGTGCTGAGATGATGCTTGCCGAGTGCAACTCGTCCATGTCGTACAGGTGACGCGACGTCGTCATCGGTAATGCTGCCGCTGCGGGTGCCGCCATCGATGGGAAGATGGAATGGAGAGTATAGAGGTGGTTCTAAACCCGAGCACACTCTGAGACGACAATGACGGGAACCGAGTCACTTGTACATTCAGTGTAAAATTACACGGCTTCTTCTCGAGGTGTGCTACATGAAAACTCGAGATATTCTATTAACTTTTTTTCCCACGTGTGTAACACAAACTGCAGCATGTTCGCATCACTGGGCGCCCCCGCGAAGCGCGTGCCTGGAATTTCCTGTCCCGTTGTGGCGTCTCGCATCAAAAGCACGGGCACCTGTTCCACCTGATACACGAGCGACGCGCTGCGATTCTCTGTAATTTCGTACTCCACCATCTTCTCGATGAACAGTGTCGTCACGATATGACGGTGATGGCGGCGGCATTGTGAAAATGATGTCATCCAAGGGACGATACATGACTTAATTTGTTCCATGAGTGTCAAGCATGGAAGGCACCAGTACGCTACGAAGACCACCAGTTCGACGCGCAGAGGTTGGCATTGAATGGTCGTCATCCCCTACGTTTGTTCGTTTCTTTTCGTTTCGTGCGACCGTGCACTACAAGCAGAACAACCAAATCCGTTCAACTATATATGCCCAGTTTGCGTATATTTGTCTTAGTATTATACTGCGAGAGTCTCTATTGTTCGCTGCACGATATACATATCTGTGTATCGGAAGACGCGCGGACTGTGGTATAGTACTGCTTGGGCGCAAATATATTTATGTGTGTGTGGAAGTAAAAATTTATTTTTTCTGACGGACTGGAAGAGCAAACAACTTTATCTTGGAGAGGGCTTTGGTGTGTGTGCGAAAAAGAAGGTACATCTATATATATGCTGGGTACGCAACATCCAACCAGATCACCCACCACCACGGCTGCTCTTTACAGCAGTGGCGCCGATGTTGATGATGACGACATGATGGATGATGTGGAGAATGACGCGGTTCGAATAGCGTGTGTTTTTGATATGATTCAGAACTCGCCGGTGCAGGACTTTCAAATATTACATCAGGTTGCCACGACGTTATACTCGCCTCACACGGTGGCGCGCTTCTTCATTGCGTTGCGAGAACATGTGACCGAATTGGATATGTGGCACAATCCTGCGCCACGTCAAACAGAGGATGGTGGTACTGTGCATCATGGTCTTTGGCATCGCATTATTCCACAGCATCTCCACATCACCGAACCAGGTCGTATTGACACGGCCGGTGCACTTGACTTTATTCAACAAAAGGGTGTATGGTCGGAGTATGTGGCGTTTGCACACAATTTAACGTACGCTGTAGGAGCGCTGGATCCAATCACTGCGAGAACAGTCATACAGTTACTCCTTGTTGGTGGAGGCGGCGTTGTGATGTAGTTTTCTTTTTTTTCCGGATAAAGACAGACACATGTATATATATTGCATATTATGTATGTATATGTACAGAGCATGAGGAAAAGCATACTGCATATTTCTTTTATTCAAATGATTGGATATGCTGACTCGAGGTGTGGTGTTTGATGCAGTGTGGCAAACTTGTCCCGCAGGAGTGCAACCAAGCGCACTGGATCGTCTGTACACTCCACCGCCGTCTGACTCTCAGCGAACGCGACGCTCAAAGCACCACCGTACCCAACCACAGGTCCGCGCACCTGATTACTAGACTCTATGGCCAGAGCCGATCCAATAGAAGTTATCTCGCACTCAGGCAACTTGCTGCTCTGATGACTGGTGTGGTTCCATCGGGCACTGTCGACGCTATAAGAGAACGGGAGCGCGAGCGCCGAACCGCTGTTACACGCGTCGATCAATGAAAACACGCGTGTGCGTCGCGGAAGACGCAGTACCAGTAACTGGAACAATTCATCATTCGTGAGGTACACATCCGGTCCCACTTGCAGTCCTGTTTGCAATGCGGATATCGACGACGGCTGCTGCTGCGGCATGATGGCCCCGTGGCCAGAATAATGCAGAAACACAAAACTACGCTGCGCAAAATCGCGACAACGACTCACCACAGTGCGAATGGCGTTGCGCACATTTTCGGGGGTTGTCTCGGCGATGTTGATGGAAGTGGGGCTATGGACGCCGTGTGCGGCGAGGTGTTCCACTATAGTTTGATGCTTCTGTGATGAGAACAAATAAATGTTTTCTGGTGGCATGTGGAAATATGTGATCAAACAGTGGGTCAGGTTGAGCACATCATTCGTGGCGGCACCTTTCAACTCCTGTTTGCAGTCACCATCAATGAGAAGAGCGATGTGTTGTTCACATTGTCTCCAAGGTGTCAACGCTGTACGTTGCACTTGTTGTTGTTGCGTCGTTGTTGTGGTTGCAGGTACCAGAATCGGCTGCTGCGGTACGGATGATGACAATGAAGGAGTTAATGCTGTCGCTGTAGGCACGGCCGCCATTGCCGATAATACGGCATACCTGTTGCTGTCGTTGTTGTTCAGCACGGATAGCGGTTGATATTGTTGCTGCTGCTGTTGTGGCGGTGGAATTGGACGCGTGGCATTGTGGAACATGGGAGTCACTTGTACAGGTCGCGTTGTAGCAACAGGCCTTACTGACGGCGCCTTCATAGATAACGGCACCGGTCGTTGTTGCTGCTGCTGCTGCGGTTGCGAAACCGCATTCATCAACGGAGGCGGTCGCGGAAGCACAAAATCCTGCTGTTGTTGCTGCTGCATGGCACGTGCCCGCGCTGATGACGTTGCCAGTACAGAGGACATCGTTGTTGCTGTGCTGCCGGTACCACTGCTGCTTCCGCTGCAACCCTGTGGCACAGAACAGGCGTTCGTCATTACGGATGGTTGTATTGCTCCTGATAAGATTGCAATGAACGCGACACTCACGGCAAAGACGATGAATACAAGCAACAGGACAAAAAACACTTCCAACGGAGTCAACATGGTTACACACGTATTGTCGTTGTTCTTCTTACCGTGTCTATATATGCACAGACAGACCCTTTACCTTTTACACCCCGACGGAGAAAATTATTTCAAAATCGGGCGATCGCGTGTCTCTGTTGCTTCCTTTTCCACAAGAGAGGAACAAGCGAATTTCATCTGTCGAGGCGACCGGTCCTGTGTAATAATTCTCTTACATATGGATACTACACACACAGTGAAAATAAACATAGTTCACAAAGAAGAAACATTTGTCCGGCCTCTAAGAAAACGACTACCTACGCCGACGATGATGGTTCGGCCAAAGGAGGGAGTGGTTCACCATTGCCGGCGCGAATATCATGCCGCTCGATCAAGATGCGGCGACAGTGTTGCCAAGAACCGTTCGCAGGCACAGTAGCATCCAGCGCATCCCAAAGAATGTTCACACTATGCTGCTCCACTATATAGGTCGTCGTCGGAGTTGGTTTTGACAGAAAGAAATTGTCGATTTGGGCAACGAGCCAGTTTCCAAACGTCAAACACGTGTCCGCGTCGTCGTAGTCCACGTTCCAAGAAACGAGATGCGCAATCTCACGAGGTAAAAGTTCCGACCCCTCTTTTCTCTTGGTGAGACCAGAGACCTGATGCAGCAGCGCACTGTCACCGTTCTTTTTGTCATTGGCAAGCAATCGGCAGCGGCGAAAATTGTGGAGAACACAAACCAAAATTTTCGACCACATGCGTTGCTCAAAGGCAGTATGGGAACTACTTGGTGGTGAATTTACCTCCACATTCACCATCGTCTCGCTAAACTTGTCACAAATGTACTTGAGCAAACTTTCGTCCTCCGTGGGAGAGAGTTCTACCGGTGGAAGAGTGTTAGCACAGGTCGTCGTCGCCATGTTTATTTACTCTTGATAATAGATGCGTTGAGCAAGACCTACACACGCAGTACAAATCAGACTAAATTAACAAAGTTCGAGATTTCACATCTCGAGTTTGTTATTGCGTTACTGCGACGTCGGCAGCCTATGTTGAGCATCTATGTTTTTGCAATATATGTGTATTCTGAGAGTAAAGCATCGCGTGTGTGGAAGAACCTACTGTGGACGAACGTGTAGTTTTCCGAGATAAGTTTTTTGTTATCACGGTAACGTGTGAAACGCGATCTTTGAATTGAGCGTGTTTGTATTGCGTGCGTAAAGTAGAACCGCCGTCCCTATGCCATCGAAGAAATCTGCGCCGTGTAAATTCTGCCCAGACAAGGCAGGAGCAGAAGCAACTGGTGACAAAAAGAAGAAGAAGAAAAATAAGGAAAAGGACCATACGTCCTCACCGGCATTATCATCTGCGGTACAACATATCATGAGTACATCCGCCACCTCGAACGCTACTACGACAGAGTGGTGGAGTCGATACAATACGCTGCAGCCCATGTTCACGCGTGCGGCGCAACTCGTGCGCCACCTTCGACAGCAGCCATCGGATGACGAATTGCTGCAACTCTATGGACTCTTTAAACAAGTGACCTTGGGAGACGCACCTCCAAACAGTTCTGCCGCGTTATGGGACATTAAGCAAAAGCGAAAGGATGCGGCGTGGCAACAGTACCGTGGTGTAGACCAGGTGGATGCCATGCAGTCGTACGTTGATCTCGTTAGTACCTTGAGTGCAAAGTACCAGTTGTCCCATCAACCCTTGTAAATGTCGTATTAATATACGTGTTTACCGATTTTTCCCCTTTTCTGATTTGCAAAAGCAATTTTTTTACGAGTGTGGTAAGTAAAAGACACGCGCGATACACACTTTTCCTGCTCCATATATACATCAGGAGCGATTGTGTGTGTGTGATCGAAGGGCTTTTATTGCAAACAACAACAAAACAGCAGACACCACACGTACATTCTCTTGCCACTATATGCCACGCGTTCCGAAAGCACCGCCTGCATGGATCAGTGACTTCCTCACATTTGTTCAACGCCAAGAGAAAGACAAGAAACAATGGTCGGCCAATGAGAAGAAGAAGGTTCTCTCTCTCTTTGAAAAGCACTGGCCCGCATTCCACACAAAGGCTGCGGAAGCAGACGCCGCGGCAAAGGCAAAGAAGGCGGGTGGCCCCGCAAAGGCAAAGAAGACCAAGGATCCCATGTCCACCCTGGAAACCGCCATCAAACAAATGAACGAGAAAATGGTCATGGAGGGCAATCCTGAGGAGCGTCAGCGCTTACAGGACGGCCTCGCGACTGCAGTGCAAGAATTGGTTCCGTCTCTGAAGACCTCGATCGCACCTGCTGCTGCTCCCTCGCCCACCGCCGCCGGCAATGTTCCTGCTGCAGAATCATCATCACAAGACAATCCAGAGCCGGCGGCGGCGCTGGTTGTGGTGGAGAAGAAGGATCCTCAAGAACGCGAAGCACTCATGTCCGAGGCAACACAGGTGTACTCGGATGTTATTGCTGAAATTGACAGTGCCGCCCCACCTGAATCTGCGACTGTCGTCAAGGCAAACGTGGACAAATTGTACGATATCGCCGTGCGCGCTATTACCGAGTAAGTCACAAAATAAACATAGACAAATTATAGACACATGACACCGTCAAATTCGTCTGCTCGTACTCGTATGTCTCTGTATTGCACATCGAAATCAGGTATTACTACTACTACCACTGGTACTACCGCTACTACTTGATATGGTTCGTGTAGGCACAGTCGCCGACTTGGACGCCGTATTAGATGATGCGATCACAGCAGTCGTCGTTGTTGTTGTTGAATCGGACGCGGAGACCATTGACGATGACGACATGGCCGGTGCCATGAACGCGTCCACACCAGGCCATATAAAATCGACAACCGTCTTATCATCGTCGTGTATGTCGTCCATTGCTGTTGTTTCTGTCGCGTATTTTTGAATCAGGAGTGGCATGACAAAATCCCACTTGCGCTCCGTGCAGTGTGCGGAGACGTCCGCGTACATGGGTTCTGCCCATCGCTCAGTGTCTATCGCAACGAGCTCGCCCAAATCCGTACTCGCAACGTCGCGCAGAAAGCACATAAATTCAACCCAGGGCCGCTCCAGAGGTGGCGCGTCTGGCGCCGCCCCGTTCAACATTACGTAGTGGTAGAATGCGTTGGGCCACACCATCAAAAACTCTCGGAGCAAACTGTATGCAAGTTGTGCAGTGTCTGTGTACGGATTACTAAAAATCATTCCTGTAGTAATGTTCTCGACGGGAGAGATAGAGCAGTAGTGGTCGCCGCTACACTCCAAATATGTGAATCCAAAATCGATCAAAACAAACTCGCGCCCATATGTGGGGATCCGCAACACCACGCTCGCATTGGCGTCATAATGCGACTTGACCCGAACGTAGTGCCATTTTTTATGCGTACGCACGTACGCGACATTGTCCGACTTGAAGTCATTGTGACACATGCGAAAGCGCTCCTTGAGTGGCACAAGTGTGACGAGCATGATCTGCGTGACAGCAGCATGCAGAATGTCGGCCCAGTGAATGGACTGCGTTGACGGTCGCGCGTGCGGTGGCACGTGTGTCTCGGCAACGCTCGGAGGATACGTGTGGATGGTCGCGGGATGTGCATATGGATACTGATGCTGCGCGACCGGGAACGCCTGTGAAGAACCAGGGTACTGCATGCCGGGCAGGTACTGTTGCTGCTGCTGTTGCTGTGGGTAATGCGAGGTCATCAACACTGGGGCCACCGCCGACGGTTGATGCTGCTGATGTGGTGGTGCGGCGGCGAGGATGCGTCGACCCATTTCGTCATGGGCTCGTAGCGTCGACCGTGTGAGTTGGAGCAGTACGCTGTGAAATCGCGGAATGAACAGCAACACATAATAGGCCTTCGTCACGGGGTCGCGCACGTTGCAGTGCCCGTAAAAGTGCTCCGGATAGAGCAGCGCCCATGAAATAATCTCCATCCACGGTTGGGCAATAAAAACTGTCTCGCCCGTCGTGTGCACGAGTGCACGAATTTTATCCTCCTTGTTATTCTGCACGGGTCGGGCTTTAGGGCCGCCGCCCGCACCAGCACCGTCGCGCTCGTAATCACGATATTGTTGTTGATGCGGGGGGTGTGCCCCTGGATAGTACGGTTGTTGTTGTTGTTGTTGAGGTGCTTGCTGTTGTTGTTGCACATGAACGTTGTTCGGGGGGGCATTGTTCATCAAGCCCGTCGCAGCGTCTGTACGTGGAACAACGGTTGTTGTCATCGGCGGCGCCGCGCGATACGATTGCTGCTGCGTGGGCAATACGTCCGTTGGACTAAACAAACGACAACATTTGAGCACACACTCGTGCTGTTGCTTTCCGACGCATAGTTTGGCCTCAAAGATAAAATTGTGGCGGTTCTGCTTCAACAATTTGGTCACAATAAAAGCATTGTTAAACTTCCAAGGAAAGGAAGCACCCTTCGCAGTCAGGTGCGACACCGGAAAAGAGATCCACGGAGACGCCCGCGCCGACCGACTCCCTGACGCCGATGAGGCTACACCGTGCTCGTGCAGGAATCGCGATCGAATTTCCTTGGCTTTTCGATGCCACTGCTGCGGATTCACCAACTCAGGTGCCAGTAGAATGTCCGGATGTGATAGTATTCCGCTACTGTAGTCTGTCAACGGAAACCAACGGTCGCTACTAAGCGCAAATGTTGGATCTGCATCGAAGAACGCATCACATACTGTGCGGCGAAGCTCCATGGCAGAGATACCATTGGTATTCGTCTCCGTCGTCGTGGTGTTCGTGTTCGCAAACCCACCGGCTTCCGTCCGTGCTGTAGACCGGTGCCGTTGCATATACACACCACGTATATATATCTCTTGACGTGTGTGCAGTAAGATTATGCGCGTGTGCGCCGACGACAACGCAAATACACCAAGACCAGTGTTCCCTTTTTCCAATCTAGATACGCGCGTACGACACGTTGTTTTATACACACTCACAACTCGAGTTGTATGAGTATGACGTGTGCCACACTATCCCGATGGATTACACTATTTGTTATTTTGCATACATACAATGTTTTGCTTTATCTTTACATATGATGGGAATGGATGGACAACAATACCACCGGACACAACAGAAAACATCTGTCTCATCTGCTGCGTGTCTCGATGGAAAACACACCTGTTCACACACACAAAAAAGAATGTACGACAGAGGCAGGACTTGAACCTGCGCGGGCAACGCCCAGAAGATTAGTAGTCGACCTCCTTAACCACTCGGACACTCTGTCTCTCATGTAGCAGAGGCACACACGTATCGATTCTTCTTTCCACACGCTACCCCTTTCTCTCGACACAGGCACAATCGCACATGAATACAAACATAGCAGAATGTGGTGTGTGTATATATATATATTTGTACACAATTATTACACAGACACATGCGAATGGATCCTGGACTCAATCACGGGTTCATCATCAACGCGCTTGCGTTTACGACCGCGTTGCGCCATCGCCGCCGCCTTACCACGAGTCCGAGTTGGCTTTTGCAAACCGACCCCATCATCAATATTCAGACGACGTTTCGGTTGTAGCAATGGAAGTGGGTCACATGGTTGAAACCACTGCGGCACTGGACCCGTCTTCCACCGCGCAAATCGAGCCTTCTCATGGTTGTAGTAGCGGCGATAGGCCTGCACAACATGGCCAAACGTCGTGGTGGGTACTATTTGTTGCGATCCGTCTAAGCACGAATGCCGATATTGTTCCGGCATACACTGGGGCGGCGCCGTGAGCGCAACATGTTGTTTAAAATCCTCCAGAGTGGGTTCGTTCGCCATCAACCAACAGAGATGCACCATCGTCGCATGTGTCTTTTGGTAGCGACGAGTGTATTCGGCACATAGCGCAATCCCATGCTGCACGGCCCATCGGTAATTCGCAACAGAGTGCGCCACCCACCGTGTCATACCATGGTGAAGATGCGTAGGTTTGTATCCAAACACAGTGGCTCCTGTACGTCAGAAAACAATGAGATGGATAAAACAGGCCATACACACGTTCATAAACATCATTCACCGCGCGCACCCGTCTTGGTATCCACGCGCGGCGGTGCAGACTCACGCCATCGGGGGTTCGAATTAATAAGCGCATGAACAGTGTACAGCATTTGCGCTGCCTCGGTGGGGATTTTCACGACATGCTTGTCACAATTTTCCGTCGCAGCAGTTTCCGGGTCAATATCCAAAAAGAACAAATTCATCCCGGAATGGGTTCGTGACAGGCAAGTTGCGCGGGCAAGAACACGAGTGCTAAAGATCGACACACGGGGCGGGTCATGCCTGAATAGATAACTCGAGATATGTGCCGACTCGAATTTTTAACATACTAAAGAACACGAGTGATCCTACTCTCCGTTGTTGCACCAAAAAGATCATATGTGTATACACACTCTGAACATGTGCACCCATAGACAAAGTATACCATGATGACTCTCCAGTACCGTACACCTGACGTAGATCCGTGTACCCAATTAATATAAAATTTCTTTAAAACTCGAGTTGTCTATATTGCACAAACATACATCGTGATCTCACCACCATTTGGGTGCCTGCGTACACTGACATAGATTGAGCGTGTAACCTGCAATCGATGTGCTTGTACACATGGCGTCGCAATATTGTGCCGCGACGGTGCATTTGTTGCCGCGTGCCGTCGGATAACTCGCCGGTAGAGCAAAGCCGCCTGGATTGGCCCAGATGTGATGTTCGGTGAGACTTGCGGCTGCACATTCTGTTTTGGACCCAGGTGTCTGGCACGCATTTGTTGTCGGCAGAGCGTGTGCGTCGCACCGCGCAAAATGTGCGGGTGCCGCGACGCTGCACTGAGGCCCGCCCCAATATGGGTCGCAGACACACTGACGTAGTGTTGTGTTGAACGACGCGTGGAGTCCGCAGTCTGACCGCGCACATGTGTAGACTGCTGCCGTTGGTGTATTATTGAATGTGCGCACCAGACCCCCAAAGAGAGGTCGCGTCCCTTCTGCGCACGGGAGGCAATGGTGTGTTGTTGCAGTGCATATCGCATCAAGGTCGGTCGTCGTCGCTGCCGCCGGTGTTAGTGGCGCGAGTCCCAGGTTGGTATTGCAACATGTCGCACCGATGCCGCGCATGCAGTGGGGATCATCGTATCCATCGCGTTCGCGCACGCATCCTTGCGTCGGTGGTTGGAGTATGCTTCCGCGCGTGCCGAACCCGAGGAACGCAGCAATGCTCTCCTTGCTAAACCCAAGCACGGTCGTGCGCGGCAGCGCCATTCCAGATACGTTGGTGTGTATCTGCGACAACATGGTGCCGTCTCGTACAGATTGTTGTTGTTTGTACGCGTTCAAGTAACAATAGTTGCTTGCTGCAACTGCGGGGGACGCGCACGCGGCCTGTGTGAGTGTGATGAGTTCACGCGGAACCGAGGGCGACGATGCTCTCTGCTGGCCGCGATTCATTGTCGGAAGAATGACGATGTTGGGCTGATATGCGAGTACAGGCGTTGGTGTGTGTTCTGCGCCGCCGCCGACAAAGGTGACTGGTATTGGTCCTCCTCCAGGCATCTGCTGCTGTAGTGACGCCGACCGCAGTGGGTCCTGTTGTGGAAAAACATACACGGATTCGTCTTTGATCGCTGGATTCGCTCGCACACCGAGAGGACACCCGTAACAATCTGCTGCCGACACCCCGCACACGTAAAAGTCGTTGGGGCATTCCGCGGGCGGGTGAGGTCGATAACATGCCACAGAACCCGTTCCGCAATTCGGCACCGCTCCTGCGTGCGAGGGCGGAGGCGTGCCTGCTGTGCCGGCAGCAGTAGCAATAGTCGCTGGGGGAATGTTCGGATGTGGTACGACAATGGGTGGTTGTTGCAAGTACGTTGGTGACGAATACACAGGACCGGGTGGTGAGGTCGCCGGTAAAGGCGACGCTGTCGTGGTTACGATTGTCGGAATCGCGTAAGGTGGTACGGTGTAGGAGGGTCCTACAGGTGATCCACCACTACCGGTCGTTGCACTCGCAGTGGCGATAATGGTGGGCTGTGACAACGTTGCATGTGTGGTGGCAAATTCACTGTATGCCCATACACCTACGCTAATGACAATCGCAATAACGATGACAAGTACAATGGCGCAGCATACCGCAGCGCTAGATGCACCGTCGCCATCATTTCCCCCGTTGCTACACCGTCGAGATCGACGTCGTTGACATCCACACCACGTCATCTATTTCTTGTGTATGTGTCTGTTCCGGCTCTGAATGATATGGACGGTGGTCGATCGTCCTTGTACAGTTTTGTGTGTCTCTGTCTGTACAGGCGTGGGCCTTCTTATTATATATTGTATACGCGCACGTTGGATTTTTATGTGTTTAGTATATACAGGTGTGTTTACATGAACTGCGAGATGCGCGGCGTCGACAAGCACTCACATTCACCAAACGTCATTGCACCGATCCGCCGTTGCACGCACTGGGCTCCGCAGTGAGCGCCTCGATAATACCAGCCTGGTCCAAATCCGTCGGGTGGCTGCACTGAGTCTCCCAAAATGGCATACGAGTAGGCGCAAGGTGAATCGCGAGCACCACCGCACCGAATATTGCATGCAGGCGTTCTTCTTTCATATCCTTCCGCCGCCAATAAGGACGGCTCCTGCGTTGATCGTAATACGGCGTTATTCACATCATTATCGGCCTCGCCAAGAATATCAGCAGCATTTGCAGACGGATCGCACGCGAAACCAATGGGAATCGCAACGGAGCAGCATACACCGGCCCACCCTACTTCGCATGTGTAACGCCCTGTGATCGCATCGTAGCGGCCATGAATCGGATAAGCACTCTGGCACACAGGGGGAGGTTGTAGTGTTGTGGCCGCCGTTCGTTGTAGATGATGGCTGTTGTCTGTTGTCGCAGCATCCACCGCCAGTTGGTCTTCTGTGTCATAGTAGATATGCCAAATCAGACCAAATAAAAACAAGGTTGTCAACAGGAGTAGACCAAGCGAGCGCAGGGATACACCATTTTGTTGTTGGTCCGGCGGCGGTTGTGCAAAGGATGCTGCTGTTGCTGTTGCCGATTGCATATATATGCGTCGTCGTTCTTACTTTAGTACGAGTCTTCGCCTCACTCTATTATAGCAACCGCGCACCAGGAGAGGTATACACGCCACGCCTGGTACGTTTGGTCTCAGTGATTGGCATAAAAAATTGACGCGCCATATTTCTGGGTCCAATGTTTTTCTTCTTCGTTTCTTTCTTTTTGTGCGTGTTGTGATAGTGTTTTTTTGCACAGAGCAAACAGACACCAATAGATAAGTTTCACACAATGGCGTGTATTGTATGATGGTACAGAGAATTTCGTCTTCTCATATTTAGAAGACGGGTTGCACAGGTGCGCTGGAGTTGCACGGAGGACGCGGCTCCTTGTCAATGATGGCCACAGTTTCCCATTTGCCGGTTTTGCAATTGAAGACCTCGATGCGGAAGATGCACTTGCCGTGTTCGTCCTTGCAGGTCACCGTGCGGATCTTCTTGATGCACTCCTTGGCAAACTTGTCGCACTTGCCCTTGTTGCACTTTTTCTTCTTGTCGTGGCAACTCTCAGACGAGGAAGACGATGAGGAGGAGCAAGAAGAGGAAGATGATGACGGCGAGCAAGAAGAAGACGAGGATGAAGAGCAAGAGGAAGAGGACGACGAGGAAGAACAAGAGGGGCTGCATGACGCCGAAGAGCGACTGCCACTGCACGACTGCTCGCACGAAGAAGAGGAACTGCTGCTACCGCATGACGAAGACGAGGAGGATGAGGAGCAGTTACTGTCAGAAGACGACGAGGAAGAGTCGCAAGAACTGCTGCTGGAAGAGTCGCAAGAGGAGGACGAGGAGTCAGACGAGCAACTGCTGGATGACGAGGACGAGAGGCAGGACACGGACTTGCTGGAGCAAGAGTACGAGCCGTAGTTGAAACAGTCCCAGTTCTTACCGTGGCGCTTCTTGTGGCACTTCTTTGACTTCTTGTGGCACTTGCGGCGCTTGTTGCAACCGAACCAGAAACCACACTGAGCAAAGATGATGACGAACAGCGAAATTACCAGCAGAATACCGGTGATGACGAGCAGTAACTTGGGCACAGTACCCATGACGGCGGCGATGATGAAGAAGAGAGTACCAATGATCCACGTGATCCATGCAGTGTACGTGCGCGGACACACAATGACTTGGGCGAACAAGATGAGGGCTCCAATGAGGAGCAAAATCGAAATGATCAGAAACAAAGTGAACATGGTGCGAGTGTAGACAGTTGTTGAAGCGAGACGTGTGCGTGCACTAACAACGGTATTGACAACCCCACTTTGTTCTTGTACCAACCACAATTCTATTCGTTCGTCAACTCATGTCTACCTACATATATAAGTGTACAATTATATATCCCCTTTTTTTTCTGACGCGACCCACGTTACGAATCTCACGTCACACACCTGTACTATATGTGTGTTCAGATGCGTTAAAGAAATACAAGAATACAATATAAGAAGTCGCCAGTGATCTGTAACATAACACATCACACACGTTTACTTACTCCATTGTCTCCAATAACCGTCGAAGGGCAGGGATACAGGACACCGACATATACACAGACACTATCCATCGTGTAACGATTCCATCACAATAACGGTCGCGGAATGCGTCTTCTAGGATGTGATACACCGACGCCATCGTCAAGGCGGTGTTCTTTTCGCTTCGAAAATATCTCTGAACAATGTCCGCCATGTGGTGAACTTCGTTGTCGTCGTTTGAAACACAAAACATGGGTACAACCTTCAGAAAGTCGTACGCGGCGATGGAGGACGAGAGAGGCTTGATGGCAATCGCAAATAACCACGTATCTCGACTCATATGATACAGTCCATCAAGAAGATCTTGAAACGACCATGATGGCATTTTGTCGACAAAGTTGTCGGTGAGCCTACCAGTTGCGATTTGTTTCGCTAACTGCCCCGGGGTGTAGGGTTCGGAGCGACAAAAAATGTGATTGTTCACGGTGGCTAAAGGCTCAGAACGGTATTCAAATCGATCGTGATGTTGTCTCGGGGATGTGGGATCGGAGGGTTCCACAATTTTTAAAATCCATGGCCCCACCACACCAAAGTTGGAACACGGCGTGTTCTTGTATGTCATGTGCGTCACTCGTAAGCGCTGTTCCATATCAATGCGAGTAACACGAGCCCGTATTTTAGCACAATGCCGTGTCAGTGCATACTCGCGTCGAGCAAAATCAAGTTGTCGTCGCAGAATCGCAGACGACGATTGCGCAACATTGTGCCAGCATGTACATACACGTTGGCATTGTACAAGAGAGATGTTATCCAAGAAGAACATGACGCGCAGGACAATATCATCCACAAGAAGGGTCTCCATATATATATGGGTGTGTATACAATTGCGCAACACCACGGCAGGCAATGTGCTCTGTGTGTATGTACGATCTATGGTATCACATACTATGATAACTCGAGATCTGTTGATATCTCGAGAAACAACTACTCGTGCGCGCTACTACATATATATACACAGAGTGGGAGACAGTCACACTTGTGAGAGTAAAATAATTTGGTCGTTGGCATGTGTATGTATATATATTAAGAGAGACAGACAACATACTGTGTATACGTACGTGCATCCCAACATCTCGAGATATATATTTTACCCAAAAACAGATAGGGAACAACCAACATGTTTGAACAACAACCGCAGCAATACGAAAACTATGACGACCATAGTGATAGCAGCGTCGACCTTTTTGCTGCAGCAGCCAGTAACAATAACCAATTGCAGTCTTTGCACGTAGCAGAGATGCGCAAGGCGCTACACCACATCCGGTCTGCCTGGCGTAACCATAGTTCTGCGAATCCCATCATGCTATCAGAGATTGTATTGCCGCGCAATGGCATGTCGATGGCCGAGTTCACTTTCAATACAGTCCTATTGCGGCACTGCCATCGACACAACAAGTCACAACATGCGAGAACAGGGTCTCGCGACAACTATGCGTAGCGTGGTGAATAAGGGGAAAACCAAAAATATGCGCGCATCCACTGGATGTATGTATGTATTATTTACGTATGTACGTGCATATATGAGTAGTATGAATGAACTACACAACAGAAACGTGCATGGTTACATACACACCTTTACCTCGCTGGTTCTGTTCTTGTCAACCTTCCCTCCTTCTAGGCATGTCTCCTCATAATATCCGGCGTGAGTCGTGCATCGGTGCGCTTCGTTTGGGAGTACAAGAGGCGCCACAGTCCGGTCATTGCATCGTAGTTCAACGTGAACTGCTCGATGGCAACATGCATGTGGTACGCATCATCCAGTGATTTTTGAAATTCGTTCCCCTGTTGGATCAGTGCCATGAGGGCTTCAGTCCCTGGCATACTGGCAATTTGTCGTTCCCAGTGCAGCAATCTGTCGGAAACCAATTTACGACTGTTACTCAAAGTTTGTTGCTGTTCCACCCATGCGGCAACACTTCGTTGTTGCGCTTCGTGCCACTCGTGCTCGATTGTCTGGCTGTCGCGCGCGAGGAGTGCGTACAGGTGCTCCGCCAGTGACGTGAGTGCCTGTCGCACTTCGTGTTCGACAATCAAGGCATACTGCACTTTATCACGATGCATGGCGACCCACCGATCGGTGGCGTCTTTCCCCTTTTGTTCCAAATCCGTTAGGCGTTGGACCCAGCGGTCGTGGCGAGAGGATTGCGTGGCGCGATAGGCACTCATTGTATCTACCGTGTTCTTAACAGCCCGACTCAACAATGCGATTTCCTTCTTAATTTCTGCCTCTGCATCATCATTGACAGTAGCAGAAGGACTACTCTGATCTGCCGCGGTGGCGGCAGCACTGGAAGCATCTTGTTCTTTTTGTTGCTGCTGCTGCGTCTGTTCATCCTCCTCATGATGTGTCGTTGTTGCGGCATTTTGTTTTGACGATGATGATGCGTGTGTGCGATTATTCTGCTGTTGCTGTTGTCGTCGCCGCCGTCGCTCCAATTGATCCGTCAAGTCGTGCAATTCGTCGCGCTGCCTTTGTGCAACTTGCTTCATATTCTGCATGAATCCATCTTCCGTTCGCTCCATTTCGAGGGCTTCGCGCATTTGCTTGATGCATGCTCGCACCAGGGCAATTTCATCACCGAGATCCGGATGTTGTTGTGGGCTGGTACGCATTGTGGCGTCGTCATGCACGGTGTCGCGAGACCGTGGGGTGGTCATTGGCGTGCGAATAATGCGCAACGCGTTACACACGGCGTGCTCGCGTACGTCGATTCCGAGTTTCGTCAAAAACTCCTTGTACTCGTGCTCGACCACACGCAGTTCCGCATCGAGTTCGCGGCTCTGCGCCACCAACTCCTCCTCCGCAGGCGTCAACAGCATCGCAGTTTCACGTAATTTGCGCGAGTAGTACGCCGTATGTTGCTCCAACCGCTGCAGCATGAGCGTGCGCACGGCGTCATTTACGGCCTTGAGTGTGTGAATCGCCTTTAACGTGGCCTGTCGTAATCCCTGATAGTATGTGACGTGTGCGGCGTAGAACTCTTGGCGCAACTGGCTCATACGCTCCAGTGTGATGACAATGTTTGCGATCGCTTCAGTCAACACGCGGCTCTGCGCAATCCAGGGCGTCTGAAGAAGTCGTTGCATGTCGTGAATGCAATTTGGTAGGAGGGTGTCTTCAATGGAGCGAATCCTCATGTTGGCGGCGGTTGCATTGTCGCGGAGGTGTGTCGGAATCGGGGTCCACTGTTTCAGTGCGTCCGCGAAACTGCACGCCGCCGCGTCCATGGCCGTCCGATCGTCAGTACCCGTCGGCCATGTCGTCGTCGCCGCTGCAGTCGTTGCGAGTGTGGGCAGTAGTAGTACACTACTCTCGACCTGACCGTCCGCGATTTGCGCCATACCAATCCCCCGACACCAGGCCCATGCGGCGCGACTCTGTTGTTCCAACCAGTGACTCGCATCTGGAACTCCACCACTAGTGCCTGTCGTTGTCACGCGCGCACCATCATCGCGTCCGGATGGCACCCCGGTATAATACGGATCTAATGCAGTTCTATTAGTACCGGGCCGTACTGCCGCCGCTGTTGTTGGTGCAAGCGGGTTCGTATCATCATGCCGTGGCGGCATTGCGGCCTTTTTGTGCTGAACCAAGTCTTCCAGTACCTTGTCAAGACTCATGCTACTCAGCACAATACTGTCCGTATCGTCGGTGGCTTGAATGGTCGGGACAGATGGGATAGAGTTTGCGCTCATCGTCACAATGGCATCGCGTTGATGTGGTTGTTGTCGGGGCGTGAGTGGCAGATCCATATCATCATCGTTATTCATTGTTGCCGTGGCGCCCTTGTTCGGAAACGTAGTTCCGCCATAGTAGTACTGTTGCTGAGCCATCATATAATTGTGAAAATGTTACTACTCCCACACACCCTCGACTTTCTTTACTCTTTCTTTTACACGAAACTGTGCGTTCGTGTGATAGTGGAGAGAGACTGTCACAAATGAGCTCTTTAAGAAGAGACACCACACATATTATTCATTCGAACAAAAAAGGTGGGCGACACACGCACGCGTCATACTAACACAACATAGGATGGAATATAGACGCACACACACCCAATCATGAATTATATTCCAGGCATGAGGGTGGTAAAGGCGCATTCGTCTCCATTTCATCAGATATCACGTACAAACACACGTGTTAATTTTTTCTGAACTCAGAGAAAAACGATATGGGACAGCGACAACCTAGACCCGCACGACGCGTCGTTTCAGTACCCGTCACAGCCCCCGGTGTCACCAAACCAGCAGCCATTGCAAATCCGCTGCTCTACACAGACCCTGTCACGGGCGCAACACACACCTATGCGACAGGCGACACGGTCATTCTCGCGGGAGACTTGGCAGCACTCGCAAAGAAGAGCGGTTATGCCCCACTCGGCAAATTGGGCACTGTCGACGCAACCACTGGCGCTGCCAGTATCTTGCTCTTCACTCCAGGTGAACCTACGCAAGAGGGCGGTATTGGCATTGCCGCTGTCCAACACGTTGTGCCGTCACTCGTCAACAATGTGCGACCGCTACCATTCCAATTCAGTACTCCCAATGTGCAGGTGATTACACACAACAGCCAAATATTCACCTGTGCCCGAACGAGTGACACCAACCCCGCAGGATGCGACTCGTGCGACCCGTCGGGTCAGTCGTTTCCACCCGAGACGTACGCCGACCGGTTGAATCAAGTGTTCAACAGCGTCACCGAGGTACGCGGCGGACCCGGTGCGACACGCTACACTCTGTTTGCCTGCCCGGCAACCATCATTCGATCGGGCCAACCCGTGAGCGTCGCAAACAATCTTTGTAAGACCGTCATTGTGGCGACGATCACAGGATCCACCAACACGAACCGGTATTCGTTGATCTCGACGATGGACCCGACGGCATTCAAGGCCGCGTTTTTGTACACGTACGGGCTACCCGTCGATGACGTGTCCTACTATCGTGCCGTTCAGTGGTCGCGCATTCCCGAATATCAGCAACTCCAACAGCAATCGCAAGGCGAGCGCATCGCATGTACGGATGTGGATGCAGGGTGGTTGGATCAACACATTCGCGAACTGCTCGCCAAGGGGTTTGAGGCCAAAGAGATTTCGCTGCTTGCGGGTGGTGGTGTGGGTGCGGGTGCTGGTGGAGCCGCAACACGATTGATCACACGGCCCCAGCAGCAAGCGTTCCAATCACTTGTCGTGTAAGCAAAAGAATAAAATAAAATGAATGTATCCGCAAGTTCTTGTATCTGTTCGAAATAGAATAAAGTCTCGAACATGTCGCGTACACACACCTGAACTCAGTTGTAGGTTGTGAATGAGAAACAATTTATTTATTTCTATATACATGCATTGCAAACATTGAATCAAGTATTTCTGACTTCACTGTGCGGCTCGCGCAATGCGCGAACTATCATATGCAAATTGAAGGAAAATACAATATTATATGCTGAATGAGCGCAGTCCATCACTACATCCTTATCCAATTTAACATCACTGGACATGATAAAGAGCACGCAAAACGCAAACCACAAGGTTCCAACAAGAGTAGCCACGTGGAGGCAAAACGGCCCCAATGCTTGAAAAATAAACAATACAACACTTCCGCACGCAGTAAGAACATCGCGCATAATTGCAGAACAAGCGGCTGCGGATAAAAGCGTAGTGATTACTAGAATAACACCTCCCTTTGTCGAAAGGGCACGCTCAGTGGCATCAATGTGACGTGAATCACGCTGCTGCTCTTCCTTCAGCGAAGGATCGCCATTAGGACCCGCAGCAGTCGTCGTTGCACATACAGCAGTGTTATTAGACTCGCAGCCACTATCCATTTAATTATACGGACCTTCGGACACACACGAAGAGGAATCAATAGGATGTGAAATCAACTGAGCACGTAGGATACACACCTACATTAACAATTCCATTTGACCAAAATATCCTAAGACTCGAGATCTTAAAACTCGAGTACGCCAATCGAATCAGCACATGTGTGCAGTGGGTGGAACCAGTACATGCACAGAGAAAAAATACACATCGTGCTTGGCGCACCACATGGCGGAACCTGATTCTGCAGTCTTAACCTGGTCGGATGATATCGTGCGCGACATTTTACTAAACCTACTTCTGCCCAAGTGTCCGTTGGAGGTACGGGCAGACGTTCGCGCCGTATGCAAAAATTGGGCCGCCTGGTGCCACTATCCGGAGGTCACGGTAAAAGACACAAACCCTCTCATTGAGCGGTTTCCGTGGGAGTGGGAGCGATTTTGTACAGCGCTTGGACGCGCCGACAAACTTATCATCCCCAATGGAGGAAAAACCTGGTGGATTCACCGGGTGCCTGCGCACTCGTTCTGCCACCTGACCCGACTTGTGTGGCATGCGTTTCCATGGGACGAATGTATTCCGTTATCATTGCTGCCAACTGTACAGCATATTTCATACAACCAGTGTTATGAATCACCCGTCGGATATAATGAACTCGTTCCAGAACGTCAACATTATCATGACGAACGGATATTGATGCACATTCAAGGATTGACGCGTCCCGTGATGATATTGGCGGAACCACAAAAACAATTTTCGTATCTCGCTTCGATCGAGATCATAAACGTGAACAGATGCGACGCCGTTGTCGCCGCTCTCGTTGACACCGCGCGACTTTTACACCTTCAAAAAGTGTCGCTCGTGCGTTGTACAATGTCACCCTTGGCACTGGCGCTTCTTTTGCGCGACTGTGCGGCATCGTTTCTTGACATTTCCCACACAACATTAGCAGGTGGTATACTCAAAAACAGACATGCGCACCACACGTCAAATCATTTCGCAATGTTGTCGCACAACACGCGGCTACGCCATTTGGCGATGAATCATTGTGTATTCCCCGATTTGGAGGATTACGGCTGGATTGCACGGACACCTTCTCTGGTTTCCCTCGCTGCGAAGGAGTGTGCATTTGATTCGGAAGAGTGCATGCTCGCGCTCCTTGCATCGACCAGTCTGAAATCTCTCGACGTGGGTGACGCGTGGAGCATTTGGGAGTCTGTTCCCAATCGTCTCTTCACCAATTTAACGCATAACAACACGCTCACCCGCCTCGATTTGACAACGCCTATACCATTTACAGCCGTGTGTATGATCGCTCGCAAAAATACGACACTTCGCGAGCTTCGTGTTGACACCGTTATCCCCCCTGCGGCCCCTGATGAGCACGACATTGCTGCACGGAACGTCTATACTGCTACAACCGACATTATGGGGAATATCACGCTTGATATCTTACATCTTGGCTTTGTACAGCCTCTTAGTGTTGCACACAACAGCACGATAGAAGAACAGTGGCGTCTGTTGGCTCAGTTTTTGATTTGGGGCCAACTTGTCCGACACCCGCACCTTACATCCTTGGTGCTGGCTCCGTGGTCATTCGAATACGTGTATTTTCCACTACTCCATCAGGCGAACACACGCCGATTACTCCAGTTAACGTTTTGTGATCGGATACGACCCATCGTACCGAATATTACGATCGATTTTACCGCTCTTCAGGAGGAATCTCAGCACCACCGCCGTCAATTTCCAAGTAGCCCAGAACCAACGCATACTATTCGTGTGGAGTACCCCCATAACATATACTATTACTGGCACGTGGCGCCATTGTCTGCGGACGAGTCGACAACCTACGATGATCTCGTGAGCGCAGTCAATTGTATTCACTCAACTAGTGCATCGGACTCCGCGATGCAACCGCAGCAGTCATCCATAGTATTGGATGATGTCCCAGCAACATCCGACGAGAGAAGTAGCGACGACGACATGCGGTTGTTGTACACTCCAGCAACGTACGAAGAGCACGACAACCACAGCACAGACGACGACATACCGCAGTTGTACGGTAACGAATAAATTGGCAAGATGCGTACATGTGGCTTTTTTCTCCATGATGTATCTATATATTGTATATACACGCTTTAGTGATGCTGGTTACTGTGTTCTTCCGTCGGGTCGATACTATGTGACGGAGATGACGCAATGACACGTGCCATCTCCCGTGTAATCGTTTCGATGGGGATGATCTGGACTGGAAAAGTGCCGATAACCACACCTGATGGAAGTTGCACTCGCATCGCGGCGCGGGTGCCAGCACCCTCCTCAATTTGGCGCAAGGCCTCCATAAATTGAACGTTGTCCATCTGCTCTATATCCAATGGAAATATGTGACCGTCATCATTATTTGCTGGTTCGTGTGTCGCGCCTTCATATTGTTGTTGTTGCTCCTGGTGTAACTGTTGCCGCAATGCCGCACGCGTGAGCACGCGGGTCGATGCCAGAATGAGCGGATCAACAACAACCACATTATCGTCATGTTCTTCAGCCTCCTCATCGTCGCTATCCACCACGGTATGGACCGTTTGCCGCCGCCGTGTGCGAATATCACCATCATCATCAGAATCGTCTATGACAATGGGCTCCTGTGTGTCCATGTCGAGACTAGTGTCAGACGATGTTTCATCGTCAAGGCCATTATCTCGCGCGCGATCGAACAAGAGTTCGTCGTCCGAGTCCGCCACACTGTCTTCTAGTTCAAGAAGCGAGTCTGGATCCAACATGTGCTGCACCGCCGCCATTAATAGATTGTCCTTGTCGGAGCACGCTTGTGGTTGAGTATACAGTCGCATGTAGGTGGCGTGCAACTTGGTGCACCACAACACGAATCGCGTCGCCATTTGGAGTCCGGGCACCGTCGTTGCGTCTGCATCCGATAAGAACCGCGCACCCTTATCAATACCGCGCTGCACAACGGCCTCTGTGGATAGAGAATGTACGTTCGTGTGGTCGCGCATGTACTGGCGCAACTGGCGGTATTTGCGCATTACACCGGCCTTCCACGATTCTAAGTACTCCGCCTTATCCACGAGGCCACGACTCATCTCACGCATACCAAGTGCAATAATGCGCACGAGCACATTCTCCAAGTAATCCATCATGGCTTGGTCGTTGACGCGATTTCTTACTTGGTGCACGATGCGGCGCCGCTGCAGCACAAGATTCGGTGGCGGCGGTGATGACGTGCCATTGCGGAGCAATCGCTCCAACCGATGCAATTCCACGTTGTTGAACGGAACTTGAGTGATGGGGTTCGAGAATCGACCCGTCTCGGTAATCGTCCGCAACAAGGCGTCCGCCCTAAACCAGTACACACTACTAGATGTCACCGGTGACGATGGCGTCGTCACTGCACTGCTGCTACGACTGCTGTTGTTGGAAAACACATGCACGAAAATGGGTTGCTTCTGTTGACGAATCTCGTGCCAACTTTCTAGCGTGATCGGATCCTGCTCATTCAAAGGTGCCGGATACAGGGTGCGATACCGTCGCCAGGCATTCCAAATAATGCGCGCAGCACTCTCCACAGTCAGCGGTTTATTCCTTCTTGCCGCTGATGCCGCTACCGGTTTGATTGAGATAGCGGGGGTCACATGGGTACTGCTGCTGGTGTCGACACCAGACGCATGCCGACGACATGGACGTTTACTTGCGGGAGCACCTTTTTCGTCGTGTCGTTCATCACCACACGTATGGTCATCTTCTGTTGAAGTTCTCTTTCGTTTTCGTTGGGATCGTGTGGCCACGGGCGTTGTGGTAGCAGCACTCACGCGCGTACTACTATGCGTGGTGTTGGTGTCGTCGTGTCGTGACGAGCGCGGTCGAAGTACACGACCGTGGGACGACATATCCTCCCACCCGCACCTAATTTTTGTCTATATAGGTGCGTATATATGATGTTCTTGATTTGACACACGCACACCACCACGCCCGTGTTGCAGGTTTTTACTTTCAGTACAGATGCACGAAAAACATGCAATGTAACGGAAAACGGCGTTTGAAATATTACATGTACTTATGTGTGCATATGCGCATGCACGCCTCCAAAAGGGAGATATATGTACACGCGCGAGAAACGCACACATACACATACACTCCATAGATCACCCATACGGACGTAAAATACAATATACACTCAGGCACTTTTGTAATGGCATATTGCAAGTCTATATGCGCGTGACTCGAGTTTTTCATTGTTGCGTACATAATTGCACCAAACCTTACGAACTCTTGGTTGCCGTTGCCGCCGCTGTAACAGGGGGTGATCCACTATAACCAAATTGGTTCAGTTCAGCCTCACTCCAACCGATACGCCGCAGAGCATCCAATTCGGCCTTACTCCATGGAAGTGGTTCGTCGAGTGGTTTTCCTTGCTGCGCCAACTCTAGCGCGTATTTGACATCGTTCGGAGTGACAGGGCACACGGCGCGCTTTCGTTCGGCAACCTTCTCACGATAGTCTTCAAACTCGACAAACGTGGCACGGTCACGCTTGGTCTCATGTGCCGTACGACGCATCCAGTTGTTCAACTCGGGGCCACACAAATCAACCATCTGGTCAGGCACACTATCGTAATGCCCCTTGATGGACCGCACTGGGTGCTCAATGTACACGCGCTTGTCGTTGTAGGGACCACCAATGTTTGCTTGTAACAGGCCCGTGGGGTCCGTTGGAATGTCCGTATACCAGGTCGTCGTTAACTTGGACTCACTCGGGTATTGCTGCATGGTGAAAGGCAGGTCGGTGTGCGTGATCGTTGCACCGTCCAAACTGGCACCGCTCGCCGAAACGTTTTCGTGCTCCCCTTCTACTGCATCGGGATCGTCCTCGCCAGCATTACCACGGCGCTTTCGGGCAGTGGAAGAGTACCGCACTTCTTCGACGGCGGGGCGGACGCGCTTCAGTAGGAGGAACACCTTCATGAGCGTGTCATCCGACTCCTTAAACAATTCATTCAACAAGATCTCTCGACCACCTCCCGTTGGCTTGAGCATGTCATAGTAGTCGTAGTTCTCCGGGCGAGAGACAAGATGGTGTTTGAGCAAGTACGCCACAACATCCTGCAACTGACCAAAGGGGGCCGCACCAATCGTCGCACGTACGTAGCCCATACCCACGTATTGTGGGAAGGCTTGGTTCGGTTTCTGAATGAGCGTGAAATGGGGATCCTTATCCGCCAGGACGACAGACTCTAGGCGCTCCAGACGCTTCTTGTCGCTTGGTGTGCGCTTGATACCACCCGCGTCATCAGCAGCAGCATCATCATCAAGTGAGCAGGTCTCATGCCACTCATTTGGAGTCACACGCGGCAGAAAGTATCGCGTGCTGCGTTGCTGTGGTTGCTTCCGGCGACCACCAGCAGCCCCGCGACGAGGACGCCGGCGAGGTACCTGTGGCGGTGCGATACCAGCAGCACTCATCATGTCGTAGGCGGCTACATTATCACTCGCATCACCGCCGTCGTCGTCTCCAAACTCAATGTCGTCCGTGTATAGCGCACCGTACGGTGCATCTACCGTAACAATACTTTCGGGACCGTACTCCATACCAAGCCACACGAGTACAAAACAAGATAACAAGTAGAAGAATGGAGTATATACGAGTGTAAAAACAAAAAACTAAACACGTTGTTGCTGCGCGAACAACACGTATCGTTTCTTACTCTGCTACACACACAACGTACGTGTGTCTCTCCTTTGCTCTTTGTATTACCTACACATATTAAATTTGTGACATGTCTCTGGGCACCATAGTGGATCAGTTAGGGAGGGGTCAGGTCATACTCAGTCGGCACATGTATAGACAACTCGAGTTTTAGGTATCATAAAACATTTATAGTCACAGAGAGGACCAACGAGTTTGGTACAGCGAAGTATACAGACAGGGATCATGCATGTGTACACACGTACACCCATGTCGGTCATGTATGCACGTACTTTTACACACTGTACCCAGAACCACATATACGCTTCACCCCAGATACTATTCTCGAGTATTCACAAAACTCGAGTTGTCGTATGCGTACTCGAATTGTGATTGTGGTACGAGTCATGTCAGTACCGTTTGTTCCATGGAGCCACCCACCCAAACAAGTAATGTTGTTGTAGCAGCACGTCAACAACCCGTTGCATCTGTGCTTCTTCAGGAAGCAATCGAGTGTGTTGAATCACTCGGTCGACATTTGCTCATCCGCCCGGCCGCATTTTCGGACCAGGCCTTGCAAAAAATCATTACAGAGACGTCACATCTCATCAAGTTGGAGCAACAACCTATTGATGATGACCACGACGACAAAGAACACTGCAAAGAGCCAGTCTGTTCGGATGATTCTGCAAAGCAAACAAGCGACTTAGATCTCTTGCAAGAAGAGCAACCAGAAACATCGTCGTCATCGTTGGTGTTATTGACACCCGTTGACCCTGACTCTCAGTCCGCGCCATACACGCGGGAGAACATTCGATGGTTACGAACGCACGCTGCCTGTGCTGTTGGTTTGAAGGACACAACATGGTTCACTCCGACGACAGAAGAGGACGCGTCCGAGTCTTGCGGATCGGATCACATGGATCCGCATTCTGTTCCATTGAATTGGTTGCATAATTTTCGCCGCGGCGAGATCGATCGTTTGCTTCGTCAGGGTCAATTAACGAACGCAGAGTCCGAACTGGCGTGTTTGTTTTCTCCGTATGAGTTTTATACGGACCGGGCCACAGAGTCGGATGCCCTGCGTGTGATTGACACATTTTGGGCAGAAAAAGATGTGTATCGTGACTTTTGGTTGGCCGCACCGGGATCGCTTGAGCGCAAGATGATGTGGCAATACTATGTGGCCCGATCCAATGCCCAGCGCGAAGCTCGGCGCGTTGCTCCTGAAACGTACCACACTGCTCGGACACCGATGGCACTGGTCGTATCGGCTGCGGTACATGCGGATCAGGTTTCAAGCATTTATGGCGATCCCCCTGTGCCCTTTATCCCTCGCGCTGGCATTGAGCCCGTAGGTTACAACAATGATGATGCCGAGGAGGAACAAAAACATGAACATGGTGACATTACGTCGGCTCCGCTTCGTGTGGGCTACATGAGTGCTATTCCTGTGGAGCACCTCGTGAGAGTTGATCGATGGTCGAAACGACAGGAGGAGTTGATCCTGAAATGCCCCTATCCGGCCGTGTTCACACATGCCTACGGACATGTTTTGCTTCTTCCTGACGAGCCCGACACACTGGCTTAGCAACATAACCAACTCGAGTTTTGTATATTTATGTACACATGTCTACCCTGGTGGTACACCGCCAATACACACTTTATAATTTTTGTGTGTAAAGTATGGATCCTTGTGTATGTGTGTTGTAGTCATGTCACAAGTCTCCATATATACAATCATGTCCGCAGTATGGGTGTTGACTCAGTCTTGCTTTGGTGCTGTAGAATCCGAAAACTCGAGTTGGTGTAGGTGAATGTTTGGTAGTTGAATGAGTCCTGATAGACTCATGGCCGACAAGACGATGAGGAGCATGTAGATTATGGGGTTTAGCGCGTGGTAGTAGAGTGCTTCTAACGAGTAGTGTATTAACACGACCGCATTGCATATTAAGGCCAGTGTGATCGGCGCAGTAGCGTTGTTGCTGCTACTGCTGTCGCCGGACGTGTGTTGTTTGGTTCCGTTGCTCCTTGACGATAGCACGGCAGACAGATTTACGATAAAAATCAGGCCGAACAGTAAGCCTCCGAGTCGCATGGTGTGCCCGGAGACGGCATCTGGGGGAAGGAACGCATAGGCGAGCTTCTGGTTTTGTGCGTAAAAAATGACTGCAATGATTCCCGAAAAGATAGTATAGAGTAGCAGTAGCGTCTGCACATTCTTTGCTGTGAACGGCATTTGTTATGTGTGTGCAATGCGCGTGGAGTTGGTTTTGTGGTCTGCTGTAGATTATTAATTGGGCCAAGACAAGAACGGTCACGTTTCAGGCATAATGGATTTTGCTCGTTCTCATAATACATGTGGCGCGTACTTGCCAGTGTTGTTTGTATGAATATTATGTGCAGGAGTGGAAAGAAATCCCCTTGGATGAAACGTATTTTGTACTGAATCTTCTTTTTTTGAAAGATTTGCAGTGTGTATACATAATAACAAGAGAGAGACACACACGCGCACAAGAGAAGGCGCTGCGTGACGTCCTTGAGTGCGTGTACGTGTAAATTTTTGTGGTTTCACCAACAGAAAGAAAGACAGAGAGAGACAGACTTGGGTTACTCCCGTAAGTACATCTATCATGGCATCGCAACAACGACAGAACAGTAGCAGATTTACGTGCGATCCCAATTTGGGCGCGACGGGGAACCGTGGCATCGACGATGAGTTGGCCGAGGTCTCGCGGTTGTTCGCCAACTACGAGCAAGTGGATCTCACCATGGTCAAGGTGGATGAGGCCGGTCGACCCATTCCTCGTCTCGGTCCGGACGGTAAGCCCATCATGAGGACTTTCCAAGTACGTGCCCCCGGTGGTGCGGGTGGTGTTATTCAACGCTCGCAGCCCGAGTTTGAGCATGAGGTGTACGAGGATCGTTACCCGGTTCGTGGCGGCGCCGGTCCGCAACAACAACAACAGTTCCGTTCCATCGAGCAGGATGTGGAAGATGCGCGTACTGCCGTGCGCGACATCGTCACCCTCGGTTGTACGCGCCGCGATATTCTGTTCTCTGAGCCAGCGAGTTCATTGCGTGTGATGGGAAAACCAATTTTCAGTGATGAGGAGATGCAAAAAATCAAGCGGGGTGGGCTGACGGTGTTTGACACGCAACTCCGCGGCCGGTTGGCTCTGATTGCGCGGGAGGTAAAGAACACACTGAACAGTCAGGTGACGGACTTTTACGACCGTATTGGAAATGAACGCGCGCGCCGCGCGCAGTTGAAACCCACGGTAGCACCCGCGCAATACATGAAACCTCCCACTACGACGCAAGCACTGCCCTCTTCTTCATCGGGGGGTCCCGTTCCTGCGGGGGCTCCTCCGAAACGCCGCGTGAGTCGCACCCTCGGCACGGTGGTGGGAGGACAGCCCGGTCTGCAGCAGCCACAGCAGCAACAGCGTGGTCCGGTTGGTGCGTCCGCGCTACCACCATTGATCCCTCCCCCGTCGCCATTTGCGATCCCGGCGCGACTTCCCCCGGTTCCGCGCACGGTGCCTCCCGTTGCAACGCCCGTTGTCACACCCCCTCTTGCGCATCCGGCAACCCCGACACCAGCAGTCCAAGAAAGTGCGATCGCCGCTAAGGTGGTCGCGCCGAAGCGTCGCGTCAGTCGACAATTAGGAACGGAGGCACGACCTCCCGTGTTCTTGGTCGATACACACGTGTCGGCGGCTGGTGGTGGTGGTGGCGGCGGCGGCGCTCCTGTCTCAGAAAGACCTCCGACCCCGGAGACTACCCTCGCTGTTGCTACTCCTCCGGCGCCCTCGCAACCGGTGACCACGGCGGCACCGAGTACGAGTCGTGGAGTGGTTCGTAAACGCAGAATTATTGAGGAAGAGGAGGAACAACTGCAACTGCAGCCCTCTACTGGTCGCAGAGAGGCGGTACCTGTGCCCGTGGCGGCAGCGGCGGAGATATCGCCTCCTCTACCAAGTTCCGAGTCTAAACGCCCAAAGGTGATGGAGTTGCCACCTGCCGTTGCTCCTGTGGTACCTTTTCCTGCGGCGGCTGCTTCGATTACAGCAGCACCGAGAAAACAGCAACAACAACCACCCGCAGTGTCGTCTGCGTCCGTGTCTTCCTTTGCATCGCCTTTCTCTGCTCCATCGGCGTCGTCATCGTCGCCCATGTCCGTGTCGTCGGGCTCCTCATCGCCTGCCGTGATGGAGGAGTTTTACAATGCCGCAAGTACTGGCAGTAGCAGCAGTGGCGCGGCATCATCATCGGCCTCGCCGGCACACTCAGCGGCGTCTTCTTCTTCGGCTGCCGCGTCGACCCACTCTGCAATGATGGTAGATTCGGACAATGATGCCGCCTCTGCCGACGACGACGAAGAAGAGGATGCACGTTCACAGGGTGGTGATTCGGTGGTCGGGCGCGACAGTATGTTCGATGTACAAGTCTCCGAGGTGGACATTACGGCAGGTCAATTGGATAACACCATTGCAGACCTGCAGCGCAAGTTGCGCAACATTGAGGTCGAGGCAAAACAATCACCGGATCCGTCTGTGTTTGATAACGCGATCGCCCGATTGCGGCAGAAGATTCAAACATTGGTGGCCTTTTTGAAGGACCAGGCCCCAGAAAGCGACGAGAGCGTGTTTCCAGTCTTTTACTGGCGCGTGGTGAATGAGTCCACCCAGGGAACGCTCAACGCGGCGGGTCCGTTTGTGACGGAGCAAGAAGCAAAGGAGGACGCGAACATGTTTCTGCGCGAGTACGAGGCGCGTCGCGATGGTATTCCGCGAAGCGTGTTCGTGAAGGCGACGGAGCGCGACGTGCAAGACGTGTACCAACGCGCCTGCAAGAGTCGGGACGCCGATGTTGTGACGCGTGTTGTACAGGTCAGTGCTGCCGATTCCACTGCTTCCGCGGACAACACACTCCCGCGTCCACTCTACGTCGCCATCATACTGCCATGGACGCGTGATTTGTTTGCCAAGGTTTTCAAGGACCCCTACGCCGTGTTCAAGAATCGCTTCTTCCCTGGATCCGACGACACAATCGAGGTCCGGCGCCGCTTCATTACGGCGTACGCACCTGCCATCGTCTACGCGTGGAGTAATGCGTACACGGATATGACCATGCCGGACACGCTCGTGCATCCCGTCTACAGCGAGAACATCCTCTCCCCCGACAAGGATTTGAACAAGATGAATTGCTTTGGTGTTACCGTCGCGCTGTATGCGTTCGACTCGGTGGAACGGCCCGGTGAACTAGCAACGGCGGAGCAGTTTGCGCGCGATCTGCAACGTGTATTGAGCGTACGCTCGCGTGAGGATACGGAAACGAAGATGACGCAGGTGTTGCAACAAGCAAGCAAGTTGCAGTCGCAGACCATTCCCAATTCCACCGTGTCGTTGATGCCGTCATTTGATGACCCACTCTCCGTTGTCGCGAATGTTCAGTGTGGTGGAAGCAGCGACGACGCGCAATGCGCGCGATTTATTCACGATCTTTACAGGTTGATCTACGCAAACGGTCTGCGCATCGACGCGACCAAATCGGCGGTCATCTACTCCAACGGTGATATGGAGACGTTTGCCCAACTGTTGTTGACGTCGACTTCTTCCGCGGCGCCGTCATCATCATCGTGAGATGCTCTTGTGTAGATAGAACGTGTGGGCGTTGTGGTTCTCTCTTGGTGTGTGTAAAAAAATTCTCTAATACAGTATATACTCTATCTGTGTGTGATGAGACGTCTAGAAAATAAGACCAGTGGGGTGCAATTTTGCCTCATCGTAGTGGGTACTGCGCTGTGCGAGAGATGAATGCATAGAGAGAGAGAAGCCAGAGATTCATTGTTCATTCGGTCTCTCGTTCTGTAGCACGCGGGGCGACGAACAAACATATATAGAAATATATAATTGCTCTCTTTTTTTAAAGTGTGGGTGTATGAAAAGCAAACAACACTGGTAGAGAGATATTCGCGCGACCAGAGACAAAGGGAATTTACGCGTAGATTGAGGAGGAGGATCCAGAACGCGTACAACAACAAATAAAGTGTGTAGTACGATATGGCCGAGTCTGTTACTGTATCCGTATCAGCGCCGCCGTCACCGTACATTGGCAGTGGTACTAGTGCCGGCCGAACAACAATGACGCCGGCGGCCGCGTCATCATCGTCGTCGTTAGCACCACCAAAATTATTCGGGATTCCAACCATCCTGACATTGGCGTTGACGGCGCTGCTCGGTATCCTCGTGATAGTTCTCATTCGACGGACGCGTCGCAATGAGAAGGAACTCGCCGTCGTGAATCAACGCACTGCGCATATGGTCAATGGTGAAGAAATCGATCAGGCAGTTCGGTACTATATTGATAACAATATGTCCAATGTGGTGGATCAATGTCACGTACAATTGCAAAGTGCGTACGGTGACCCCATCACGCTTCTGCAGGCAGACCATGAGGAGGTGCAAAAACAGTTGCGCAGCATGACAGATGAAGTTGCACGGTGCCAACACGCACTAACCACTCTCACCGAGACATTGGAAGCGGAGCGTCGACAAAATTCTTCACTCCTGGAACAACATGCGCAACAATTTGCACAAGAACGTCAGAAACTGACGCAACTGCTTGGACAAGAGCGTCAGATGTATGTGCAAGATGTGTTAGTTCTCAATCAAACCGTGCAGCGTTTACAAGAGCGAATTGATGCATTGACAGCATCGGTTATGAAAGAGCAGCAACAACAACCACCGCCGCCGCGGAGCCATCGCAGTGGCACGTTGACGCCACCGCAGCGTCAAAAGAAACGCAGTCAAACACCCTCGCCGCCATTATTGAGGGCACCTTCTCCAAAAGAGTACCAATATGTCGAATCCGCCGTGTTGCGACACCCGGCAGCAGCGACATCACCTTCTCCTACTAGAAGTGCAAACAATGCCCCGTTATCATCATCAACCCATCCGAAAAAACAATCATCGCGCCACCACAGAAAGATGTTGACCACAAGTGGCGACTCCATTGATGACGACGACGACGATGCAGCAATGTTGTCAGAATCAGAAAATGTCGCGTCGTTATCATCGTCGTCGGCCATAGATGAGGAAGATGATCCATTTACACAAAACGGAAGGAATGAAAACCAAACCGCGCGTCAACACCACACCAACCAGGATCAACATGACCTGCAGCGTCATCATCACGACGCGCACGACTCGGACGACAGCAGCGATGACGATGATGCCGGTCTGCTGATGAGTAACATGCCAGTGTTTCACGCCCCCGCCCCCGATTCGCTCATGTTATTTCTGCCACAAGTGATGGCCTCCGTCGTGGCGCAGCAACAGCAGGTTCCCTTGATGGGACCGTTCTCCCCTGTTGTGCAACCACAGATCGTGGTGCCGTCCTCGGCGACTATTGAAGAGATTGATGATGAGGATGAAGATCATGATGAACTGCCTGTTGTCTCTGAACCTTTGCCGTCGCAGCAGTACCATCCAGTTGAAGAACAACATGATGGTCAGCAGCAGATTGCGGTGGTGGAAGAACATCATCATCCGCACCAGGAGTCACCAACACATGCTTCTACCGCCCCAGCAAATGCAAATGATGCCCCGTTGGCGGCAATGGCGGAACAACAACAACAACATTATGTCACCAACAGCAATGCAAGTGTTGTTGTGGACACACATGACCTTTGCACGGAGGACCAATGCCCACTTCCAACTGCACGAACTCGAGTTTTGGAAAATAATATCATTTTGCACTAAAGCCCGCGGAGAAGATGTACATCTATATAAATCGCGTGTGTAAGGAATGTACTGTAGAGGTTACTTACGATGCGACAACACGTGGTGCAACCACCCGGTATAGAGAAGAATGTTTTTGTGATTCTTTGTCCCGGAATACAGACATGCAGAACTTTGCCGCGTTGCAGCGGAAGGTGAAATCACAACATCTGCGTGAACAACTGTTCCGTTTGCAGAATGCGGAATTACAACGAAAGGCTCTGTTTGCACCGACTGGAGCAACATCAGCAACAACAACATCTGTAGTGTCTGAGAAGACGCGGCAGTCGAATGCTGCTGCCGCTGCCGCTCAGACTCATGTGCCTGCCGTGATATCGGTTCCTGCGGCCGTAGAATCGGCATCTCCCCGTACTAGGTGGTCCCTATATCCTGCGATGGGATGCGACGCTATGAGCGGCGCTCCAGTTAGTGTTCCGCAGACAACGACTGCTAGTGTTGCTGTTCCTGTTCCCGCGCCGATAGAGAGTTTTATCACCCGGACAATAGCCAGTGACAGTTACAGTCCTGTTACCAACCAGGTATTGCATGATATGACATTCACACCGGACATGCGTACTTCTCCTTTGCGCCACTCGTTGTCCGCCGCAGCCGGCAGTACCGACACCGCAGGCGACGAAAGTTCACTGCAGTGGATTGATGCGTATGGCGCTTCCGAACAGCAACCGGACTGGCAAATCGCCACGTCGCGTCCGGGCATTATCGCGATTGATCGGTGGCTGTCGCTGGGGAAGAATCGCCCGACGGTGTCCTTCTTTCTCCATGGTGCGACTGGGGCAGGCAAGACGTGCGCGGCGCGTATCGCCCTAGCGCGCCACGGCTTCTCTATCTATGTGATTAGCGCAGATAACGCGAAGCAGTACGGATCCGTCAGTATGGCGATCAAGGAAATTGCGACGCGTCGGCCATTGTTTACGCAACCTACCGCCATTATTGTCGATGGCATCGATGCCATTGCAGGGGCCATGGATAAGGCCGCACAAGGTCGCGACCTGGTCGAAAGTGCAGCCAAGGCGGATGCTGTATCGGCACTATCGATCAACGACTTGGCCTCCACGTTGCAGGCATTACAGCCATCGCGAACACATCCTGTCATTTTCACTTGTACGGAATTAGCGGACGCGCGTGTGCGTAAAATACGCGACATCTCCACGCAGGAGCGCCTGTCGAATCCGAGTGCAGAGGCCATCACGAAACTCGGGTGGCGCGTCTTAGAACAGCGCGGCCTGACAAGTATTTCCACCATGTGGATACAGAACATTGCGCACCTGTGCCGCGGCGACGTGCGGCAGTTTTTGCAAATGTTGCAATTCGAGACGGTCCTTATGTGTCATCGCCGTATAACAGCACCGTCGACTCACCCATCTGTAGGAGGCCCAGCAGTTGTATCAGCGCCACCGGCGGCAACACCATCGTCGGCATCATCATCATCATCATCATCCGTTCGCACTTCCCCTGACACGGTGGAGCCATCATACAACATTTTTAGCGCCTCGCGCGAGGTCATTTTCTCTTCATCGGCGCGTGCCGCCGTGCGCGCTGCAAATGCGTTCTTTGGGAACGACACGTTCATGCTCGGTGCTGTGATCCATCACAATCTCTTCACGACATTGTCACCGCAACTGCCCATCGTGAAGAAGATACCCCTGTCTGTGGTGACTAAGAAATACCCATCTGCGAAAGATATATCAGAGACACCGTTTCTCGCCACCATGGCGATGACTGACAGCCTGTCTGTGTTGGATGTATTGGAGACACCGTTTCACGCCGCCGCGGAGCATCAACAAGAGTATATTACTCGACACGTGCATCAGTTTCGCTACCGTGATGGCAGCAACAGTAACAACAGCACACATCTGCCATTTCCAGAATTGCCCGAACACACAAAAGCGATAACGACTGCGCGGCGTCGTGAGGCGGCCCTCCGTCATTCCTTGTCCGTATTGCAAGGCAGTCTATTATCCAAAAATGCTGTTGTTGTTGATGGTACGGGAGGTGGCGACGACAGCAGCGAGATGTCACATCACTGCGTATATGCATCCACAGACGCACTCGACCGCACGCTTTACTTGCGACTCCGATTTGAGCAGGCATGGAAAACCAATCCGGATGCACTCGTGTCCTTTTGTCTCGACCAGCAAATGACAGATCAACACGTGGATGCCATTCGAAGCGCCTTTCCCACAGGAACGCCGGTTCGCTTGCTCGGACATTCCTCCAAAGAGCCGTCGCTCAAAACCCGCCTCCAAGAGCACCAACGCGATCAAAAGATTCCAAAGACGAAGAAGCGCAAAAATGTGGCGGAATTACTTCCAGCATCCAACAAGGTCGCACATCCTCCTCCTACGAAAAAGCGGAAACAACAGTATGCATGTAAATGAAGAATCTTTGTTGTTACGTCTCTATGTATACACGCTGTGCGTAACATACACTCCCCCTCCCAACCGCGGAGAAGAAGAAAAAAAACCATGATCTGTGTGTGCGCGGGCGCGGGTACATATAAGATGAGAACCCTAGATGGATCAGATTAGGCATCTTTTGTCTTGGGAACAACAGACCGACTTGCTCGTGCGTTACTCCCGCGCGTGTGAGTGTTGTCGTATCGTCCATATAATTGCCGCGACAACTCATATTAAGAGAATTTTTTTCCGTGTTCATCAAGAAACAAACAACACAAGTGTGTGTTCGCGCGTCAACATTTTGTTGGTGTTGTGTAGTTTTGTACACGACGCGCGCGTTCTTCACAGTAGAACAGATATATCGTGTCTGAAGGTAAAGAAAGTCACGTAAATAAACATGGGAGACGATTTATTACGGGAATTCAACGATGTCCTCAACGGACTTGGAACCGCGGCACCGGCCGCGGCTGCCCCTCCTGCAGTAGCAGCACCTGCGCGAGTTCGCCCACTGCAACCACCACCATCACGTCCCCGATTTCATCAACCAGCAGTCGGCACTACCGCATCTCCGGTCGGCGCTGCCAACGTGGCGTTGCTTCCAGCAGCGCAAATTGTTCCACAGCCACCGCAGGCACGCTTCAACAGTAACCTGCCGACGTCCAATGATCCGACCGCGACCGCGGCGGCGTCTCTAAGTAAGCCAACCGCTGCTGACACGGGCGCGTCAACGTCCCTAATGAAAAGGCACGGTCTTAAGATCGTCATGGTTGCCATTGCGGTCGTGATTGGCGTTGTGATTGTTATGATTATTCGAAGCCAGAAATTGCTTGGTTCCAGCAAAGGTAGAGCCAACAAGAAGGCAGGGAAAAAGACGAGTCAACAGACGCAAGACAATGTTGATGTGGACGATGATGCGGAATTGGATGACCTTGCGCGATTCGACGCGTTTGGAAAATCGAGTCTACCTGTTGGCATGGCGGCCGGTCCTGGTGCTGGTGGTGGTGGCTCACCTGCTACTACTGGTGCAGAACCGCAATTTGCTGACGGTTCTGCCGGTGCGACACTGGTGCGCCCACGTCCGCCGGCGGGTGTACCGCCACAACAGCCGCAGCCTCCTCCTGCCGCTGCTGCTCCCGGAGCCTACCACTCGCCACATGAGTACGGCGGCGGCGCCGCACCTCCTGGCAGGCCGCAGCCACAATCGACCGTTATCACGGGTACCGTACCTGTCTCCCGGCCGACGACGCCCGTTCCACGACCTCAAATTCCTAATCAAACATACAATGCTCCACCGCGCGCATACGGGCCGCCACCGCCCCCCGTAAATCCAATGATGATGCCCCCTGCCGCGGGCATGGTGCTACCACCACCATCATCATCCTATCCGGGCGGTGGCGGTCCGCCGGTTGCAGGAGGACCACTTCCTCCACATGCATCACCAGGGCCTGTTCCCATCGTGCATCCGGGGAATAACAACGCAGTAGCAGAACAATTAGGACCCGGAGGAATGAAATACACTGGTTACCCTTCTTCACAACCACAACAGCAGCAGCAGCAACAACACTACATTCCACCCCAACAACAACAACGCCCTGTTGGAAATGCAGGAATGGTACCACCCCACCAACAGGCCCCAGCCCCCATGTTTGACATGCCACCACCCCCTCAACAGCAGCAACAACAACAAGGAGGCGGCGCATATTACGGTCAACAGCCACAATACATGCCCAACAATGCAGGACCTCCTGTCCTTCCGCCACAACAGCAACAACAACAAATTGCATCCCTGCCGTCCCGCAACGGGTAAGAATGTGTGTGTATGTACGGCATAAGTGTATGAAGCGCCTCGCTTGTTACTCACTCAGGTAAATTTATCTTCTTTTGTGAATGAATAGTATGGCGTGATGAAATTTTTTTCAGGTACACAAAATAGTGAGCGTTATACATCATACACACACTTCATCATTCGTCCAACCCCACACATAATTAATTTTTTGAGAGTGTGTTATAGATCAAAGGAGGTAGTGTCTATATTCTATATACACATATCTCTATCTTGTGATCCGTACAAGTTCATCTGCTCACATACACATTCACCATGTCAAAGGGCAAGTGCTGCAAAGACAATTGCTGCCGCAAAGGCGACATTTGCAAGAGCCTCAAGCAATGCGACTGGGCCTGCGCGCCATTCCGTCAATGGCGCTTCTGCCGCTCCCCCATCCTCGCCGCGATCCTGTTTTTCGTTCCCATCTTCTGGGGTCTCCTGGCCCTGTGCTTCTGTAACCCTCAACTCTTCGACTACTCGACTCCCTCCGCGCACTACACTGCCTCGGCCGCTGCCGCCTCCGCCGGTGGTATCGCTGGTGCCAAGGTTACCGTTGACTACAACAGTGCCGGTTATGCCAGTGGTGGTCTCTATCGTCTGATGAATCGTCCCTGGTGGGCTCCCTCCACTTGGTGCTGGTTCCTCGTCTGGGTTGTCATCTACTTGCTCATTGGCGGAGCCTCTGTTCTCATCTTCCTGAAGTGGCAGTGCTTCTGCAAGAAGTGCGACCTCAAGTGGGCTCGTCAGGCCGGCTGGGCGACGCTCGCCTTCTACTCCCAGTTGTTCTTCAACATCTTCTGGCTCGTTGCCCTCTTCTGCATGGGTGCCCTCAGCGGCGGCAGCATTTTGGGTGTCCTTGCCTTGATCGGTTCGATCATTGTCCTCTTCCTCTTCTTCCGCATCCATCGTCTTGCGTTCTGGTTGTACCTGCCTTATGTCATCTGGCAGGCCTTTGTGTTGGTCCTCAACTACGAGTTGGCCGCACGCAACTACTGAGGAGACGGCTGTTCTCTCTACTAAAACGAGACAAACAGTTAACTACATGTGTATTGTCTGAAAAGAATACGGTGGCAAACTGTACATGTGTGCGCGTGCGCAGGTCGCCCGCACTCTCACAGATTGATTCCCCGAAATTCTCTGGTGAAGGTACCTTGCCAAATAAAAACAGAAAGACGTTTCCAGACACACAGTGCAGTGCGTACAGAATCTGTCTTCTCACACGCGTAAACGAAAAAAAACAGAGACACTTTTTACTTGCTGCGGGCAATGATACATCATACAATATATACATGTATCGCGATGCGCACTCAGTCCACGTCTGTAATCGTCACGACGGACATGACCTCCTGAGGAGTGGGAGGTGCAGGAGGCGCGGTGGTACAGGCAGCATCCAGGGGGGAAGTGCAGGTAAAAGCATCTAAAGGCACATGGAAGACTGCCGTTGCGTCGGGCTTCGCGTCGTTGGCATTGTCTGCTACAGGGGCGCTGTTTGGCAGACTCGGCGACGACGACTTTTGCGACTCGGTTACTGCCTTGTGTAGCATTTTAGAGAACGCAGCCATGCAATGTTGCCTTACTTTTTGTGCTTGTTCTTCTCTAATCTTCTGTGTATTCAACGAGGCGGATGAGGAATCCGCCGATACGGCATCCATAAGTGTGCGCTGAACTAGCGAAGACAAAGCATCCTGTAGGAAAGAGGAAACTTGGTCAGTCGATTCAGACGGCGCCGTCGTCGCGGGCAACTGAGTCGCATTTTCCTGCTGCTTTAAGCACTGACGCAATTGTTTCAAATGATTGGCGGTGGCTGCGGCAATACGCTCCTGCACGGGCAATGACGCAACGACGGGGGCGACAGATGCCGCATCAGCAGCACACGTCGGCGCCGCAGCAGACTCGGTGGTTGTAGCGCTAACAGGCGGGACGACGCCAGTGGGTTTACCAATCAGATTCGATAGAGCGTTAGAGGCAGGAGCGGTCGTCGGAGACGGCAAAAACGGAACTTTCTTCCAGAACGAAGCGAGCCTGTGCATTCTGTCGAACTGCTCCATATCAGAAGAATTGCCACCGTCCTTATCATCTCCCTCAAAAAAGGAAAACGGGCAAGTATCGTCATCGTCGTCAGAATTCGATTCCGAGGAACTGGTCGAACAAGAGGGTCCCGCGTCACTTGCTTCGGTGGCGGCGGGTTCGGCACAAGAAGATTGCTGCTGCTGCTCGTCCGAAGAAGACAAACCATACAGAGCTCGACCGTCGGATGGAATACGTTTGGTAATTTGTCGCGTCAACCAGCCTGCACAAAGCCCCGCCGCAGCCGGACCAAGCACCTTACCAGCCTGGCTTAGGAAACGAAACGCGACTTCCGTCCACGTGGGCTCACAACATGTGTAATTGCACGATCGAACAGCGTTCATACCACCAGGCCCCGTAGTATTTTCCTTTCGAGACGTGGGCGGAACTTGGGGGCTGAAGATACATTCATAGGGTGCTGAACCCAGCGAAGATGAAGAAGAAGACAATGGTTTACGCGTCGTCGGGAATGTCAGTTGCTGCACTGTCTGACCCACCTGGCTTAGTGTCGTGTGCACGTCCTTGACGGCGCCATGAATATCGCGGCACATGGTGTAAAATTTGTATGCATAGTTTGCAACAACAAAGAACAAGCCTGCCAACAAAATGCCATACAAGAAGCCAAAGTTCCAATAGACGCCCCCAATGAGCGGAATAACAGAAGAGAGGTCGGCCATTGTGTGCGCTCCTCAATGATATGATGACGACAGATGTAGATGATCGCACGCGGATTTATTCTGTGTCCATGCACACAGGGATCTCACCATTTCATACACAAATACATGTTACACAGGAAATTTACATGACAACTCGAGTCGTTTATTTTACTGCACCACCCCAGAGGGCGGATGGGTGAAGGTATTACTATTCTCATCGCTCCAAGCGGGCGTTAATTGCTGTTGCTGCAAGAATGCTGTCCAGATGTGATTATCGTAGTCAACATCCGCAGCAGCAGCACTACGCCATTGATCATGTGCAGAATCTATTCCACAGGGGTCCAAACCATAAAACATCATCGGTTCGTCATTTTCATGCTCTAGCCGAGAGAATACATCACCATGCACATCGTTGTCAGTGTCCGCAAGCACAGTAGAAAATATATAATCATTATCGCTGGCGTGTGTCACCGATGTTACACTCGCTCCGATGGTATCGGATGGAAATGTCACTGGGGGCGGTGGTGGTGAAGGATGTTGTTGTAATGACGGAAATGTGTGCAATGGCAAAGAAGAAGACCGATGCTCGACCACGCGAGAGGAGGAGGGCAACGTCCCGAGTGTGGATGGCTGTGCAGGCGCCGGCACAGGAACGTAGAGGTTGGGAGGTGGTGAGGTGGCAGTGGGTGGCACATGCATAACGTAAATCGGAGGCAATCGACCCACCGAATCACCTGACGAATGCCACGACTGCTGCTCAAACGGCGTTGTTGTTGTTGTTGCCCACGGTTCGGGCATATTATATTGTTGTTGCACTTGTGGCGACTGAGGTTGCTTGTCTCGCATAGAGCGGCGAATATGCGGCACACACGTCGCATGCAGGCCTCGTGCACTGCAATGAGAGCACGGGAAGACACGATCGCACCGCAACTTGCGTCGATGGCAAAACTCACATGCTCCTGGCGGTTTTGTCGGCGATTGAATCATAACAATAAAAAGACACCTATCACTCTACAAAGTGTGTGTGTGAACACACGCTCTTCAAAAACCAGGGACGCGCGTGTTGACACGACAGAGGTGTTTACCTATCTACTACCTCTGGCTGTTCATATTATATGTGCTCACACGAAAACGCTCGAGATATATCCTATTCGAGATCACAAACTCACACGACACAACCATCATACATATACATATATATTCTCATACATCATACACACAATCAAAATGAATAATACTCATATATACAGGGCCACACATGGGAACCCCCTCCCTCATCACAACACGGGTGGGGTCGCCGTCACCACCACCTCGCGTATCTCTTGAATTGCGGCGGCCTGCTCCAGTGCCAATCTTCGTTTTTCAATCTTCATTTTCAATTCGGCATCGCCCCCTGGAGGCAGCAATTGGCGTCGCGAAGGCACGATTGCATCACTGTCACCCATACCCGGAGCAGCGGTTCCTTGACTACCAATGTTGCCGTGTTTACCGGTAACAGTAGTAATAGGAGAAGGTGTTGCGTCCTTCTTGCCACAATGGACAGGTGGCGATGGCGGTGGGAACGGGACGTCCGTGGCAGCACCGGCAAGTGTGCTAATCGTTGTCGCCGCTGGCACGGCAAGAAGACTGTCATTTGCGGTCTTTCCCGCGTAGTCAATCGCGTCCACAGAATCCATGGGTTGGAAGGCGCGCAGTGCAAATACGCGTGAAATAACTGCTTTCTTTGTGGTCACATACTTGACGTAGTACCACTCAGACGTTTCCTGGTAGGATAGCAGTTCAATGCAAGTTTCTTCCGCATTTGCAAACATGAGCACATGATTGTTCAGAAAGAAACGATCCAACGAGTCTCCCTTGATCTGCGTGTAGAATTCGTTAAAATCCAAGATGGGAATAGCATCCAAGTCGACCTTACTCAACGTGATGTGGTTTTGCGTGGCCTCCTTAAACGCACGGCGGGCCAGAATTCGGAGCGCTTGTTTGCCTGTGGCAAGATCGCGCGGATACGCGTGCACGAGCACATCACTACTCTGGCCAGGCGTCGTTGAAACAATGCTGTACATTTTCGTTTGTTGCTGTTGTTGTGGTGCTTTGTCTTTGCACACACACGCGAAATGAACTCTCTTATATACTTGTCGTTAGGTAAGTATGGTACACACAAATATCTAATATATAACCCTTTCTCTTGTACTGCCACGCAAAAACCGACCGTCATAAAACCACTTTCCGGACATGCAAAGAAGAAACAACAACCACCACACAACATCTTGTCAACTCGAGTGCGTCCACTACAATATACAACATTTTTTATACCACACATATCACATATATATACAGAGTATATACACACAGGAATCCGCGCATGCTACACACACACGACCTGCTGTCTCACACGTTCTCCAAGAGAGAATGAATGATCACAGCCAATCGCTTTGACAGATACACGTCCTTCGTCTCGTACATTTCTTCGAGAAACTGAAGCGATCGCACCGCTCGGGACACTGGCGAACACGCAATTCGTTCACCTTCACTTGGACATGGCCGATGAATGATGTACGCGTCCACATCCGTGTTTTGTACAAAGCCAAACGACACTTCGAATGGTGTCTCCACTGCTGACGTGACACCTGCCCGCAACACTGCCCCAATGAGCGCAGGATCATGTCGTACCAAGTGATGAATCGATCGACTGGTTGTTGTCCATGACGGATCCAACAGGCGCATACACTTCAATGTGAGTTCAACCGGCGCAACCACGACAGAGCGATTCAACAATACGGGGACCAAGTTGTATCGCAGGCGCACAGCACTCACCAGATCTGATAAAATCGTATGCAGCCGCTCCACAATAATATGACTAGAGGGATCCTCCTGTGTAAACCCACCCAATTCACCCTCCGTCCACCGCCACTCAGGGAAAGCGAGTTGCAGAGGTGAGCCCACAATCTCGGGCCAACGCTGACCCACCACAGACGTGTCGAACAGGTCATCGACCATTTGCTGAAACAAAACATTACGCTCGCTCGACAGCCCACGATGCTCGTTAAATATGCGGATATGTCGAATAAACACATCACACATATGCGTCAGGTGCAATGCACTGCCAGGCGCAGCAACAGCGGCAGCGGCATCGCAACTGCTAGGCCGTCGAAGTCCAACCACAGGACGCGATTGCAGCGGGTGCTCATTCATACAATCGCGAGGGCAAACTGCCATCATGCTATTGCTGTAAGGTAAGTGTGCTGGTGCGAGTACGTGCTCATACTGCGCGTGTGACGAACCAGGCATGTCACAATATAATATCTCGAGTTGAGTAATAATCTCGAGTTATACCACGTTATGGACGTCGTCGACACCTCTCACTCTAACAACCAGATATGTGTATGTGTACACGACAAAGAGACAGACACCACACACGTTGTGTTCACTAATTCAGAAAATAAAATACATATTTTCTGAACACAACGTCTATTATGAATTATAGTTGACATCTCGAGTTGTCATAATGTATTTGTATATCACGATGTCGATGTTGTTTTGGGTCGAAGAGCAAAACCTTTCGCAACTCGAGCTAGAGTGGATTGAAAAAACAGCCCAAACATGACAAGAACGGCACTAACAGGATATTCCCCCTTCCAAACAGATGGGAATCCAACGAAAGGGATGCGAAACACCACTTTCCCCATAATTTGTTCCCTGGTGAGACACTCCACTCCAGTTGCGTACAACCAGCGATCGTCTACCGTATTTGCATCACCTTGGGTGAGATAACACCTCCCCACAGTCTTGTCCGACCACCGGATGATACGATGAACCACTGTTTGGCCCTCATTTGCGCCGAACAACACAATATCCCCAATCGTCAACTTCTCCGTCCTATTGTGCGCCAGAATCAAATCCCCGCGGTACAGAGTGGGCTCCATACTCTCACTCATCACCGCCGACATAGCTTGTGGTGAGCCGCTGACCATCTGCAAACCATAAAAACTTAACAAGACAATCGCCAACATCATGGGCATTGCTTTGAGCTCTTCTAAGAACCGAGACACCATTTCTTTTTCCTTTGGGATCCGTCGCGCACGAAGAGAAGAGACAAACTGCCGCGTGTGCGGCGGTTCGGAAAGATCGAGAACGGTTTCGAGATACATGGCAAGAGGGGGTTACAACGGAAAATACATTTTATAATGCGCTAAACATACACACTCACTATCTATGGCCGCATATCTTTTACGTAGAGCACCACTTTTCGCGCCACTCTTGCGTTGCAAAGTTGATACGTTGCAACGCGCGTACAACGGACAGTTGTGGCACGTTTCCTTCTTCTCCGGTCATTTGCGCCGCCAAATAGTCTCGCACCGTGGCGTATGCCGGTACCTGAATGACGCGTACCGCTTGCTGTCGGTAGCACACGATGGCGGGTCCTACCAAGGACGTGGCCGTTCCAGGAGCGACCTCAACGGGGTGTCCTGCGCGAACGTACTGTTGCCACAACCACGGCGACAAGGTTTGCGATATGAGTTGGCTTGCCTCCTGGCAGGCGTCGACCGTTGTGGCAAACGTAACAACAAGAATGTCCCAGTTGACAGGAACATCTTGCACACGCTGGACCGCTGTCGTCATCAGTACTTGTTGTTCACCATAATTATCGCGTTGTACGGCGATGGCGTAGATACTCACACCAGGTACTTGCAATAAAAAGTCAATCGTTTGTGCCGCAACGTAGTCGACCAGTTCAAGCGATTTCTGATATCTTTGGGTGATGCGGCGCTGCTGGGTCGACTCTGGGCTGCACTCCACGTGCAACTTCTCGGTGAGTTCGCGGGTTTGTCGCAGCGCACGCAATTCACCTGCTGTGATGCGGCGGTTACGGCGCTGCTGCTGCTGCTGCGATGGTTCCATAATCACATGATGGCGGTACGGCGAGAACACTTCTGCGGCGTATCGCTGAAGATGTTGAATGACCGGTTCCGCAGATGCAAATACACATCGTTCTGCAACCGCAGCACCCAGACGCTGCACAAATTCTTGGTAGAGAGCGCGTTGAACTTGATTATCATCTTCTTGCCACCGCTCGTATGCCAGTGCCAGCATCTCCTCCACCTTCTGTGGCATATTGTCCTCATCCAGCATGTGGCGCACCGCATCTGTATATGCGCGCGTAACTGCATCGGTGATCGTCGCCGCTACTTCCTCCTCTTCCGCCGCAGTAGCACTTGCCATACCAGCGGCGGATGTAATCATACGTGCTTGCGCACGGGCAACGGTGGCCTGCTGGATGAGCGCACGGACACCGCCTTCCACAATGAAAACGTACAGTGCGAACACCTCGCGCGGGTCATTGTAATTGAACACGGCCAAAGAGTTGATGAATCGCGATGGCTCAAATGACGATGTCCCGCCGGGAAAGGAGAGCACGCTCTCAATAATGCACAGTCGCTCGGGCATACTCAAGCGCCGCCAGTCAATGTCGGCCGTGTAACCGTGTCGCACCAATGCGCGCAACGTTTCCTGATCCACTCGCATCGACTGCGCACCGAACTGCAGGAATGTAGGGCACGATGCCAGGTGACTAATGTCGACCGCGTTGCCACCACCACCAACAGCCGCCGCCACAGGCGGATGATACAGTTGTCGCAGTACTTGTTGCCGCAGCGAGGCGGACGGTATGTCCTCTCCTTCATCGCGAGAAATTACGTCGGCCGCGCTGCGTAATCGAACGGTGATACCCGGGACAACAACCGTCGATGAAGAAGGCGCGGACACGGCCTCGAATTCGTGAAAGGCGCGCTTACGTCGCATCCGTTGGCGCACGTCCTCCATTCTTTCTTTTCCGTAGTACGGCTCTGTCTGTTAGTAAGCACCACTCTGCGTGTATGTAGGGGTACGGTGAATGGCTGTCGTGTGCGGCCCAGCGAGGTTTGCTATATACACGCACATGACTATATATACGTGACCAGTACCACCCAATATAACCAACTCGAGTTTAGAGTATTATTATGTACGCAACATCAATGTGACCAGCAGGTTCGACACCACTAACGTACACATAGTGGTGTACGTACACTCAAGGAACAGTACACCAATGTGTTGTTGTTCACGTGTACCCAATGGAGCGTATACAAAAAAGTGTTTGCATATATGTCTTGTTCGTAATGTATACTAAACTCGAGTTATTCATTCATGTCAACTCAACCGCCTGGTAGCAGTGACTCGGAGAGAGTTCACATCTTGCGCGGTTCGCGCACAGTGCTTCTGACAGGTATTGTGGCTTCATTTGCCTTCATTATCGGCACGAGTTTCAAGGAATTGGTATTTGCCTTGCTAGATCAGTGTGTTCCTGAGAAGGACAATCGTATTGAGCGTAAGGTTGTTCGATTCGTCGTTGTTGCAACCATTTTCACTGCGTTGAGTGTATTACTGTATCGGTATACCACGCCGCATCAAAAGATCCATGAATCATCGCAACGAGAGCACCATCACCACTATCATCACCATTATGCAGCACCGACACACTAGTATATATTATGCATAACATGATGTATATATAAAAGGCGTGCAAATCTGTTTCCGCCACTCATCATTTTGATTCTACCACGCAAAGGGCAGAACAAGTGTATCTGCACACATCATCATGGGGAATCGTGTTTTTACTGGTGTGCGCGACACGGTGACACGGAAACAGGCATGCATTCAAAAGAAGCGTGCGATGGATCAGGTAGACCGATTGCCGCGGCAGACACACGCGTACGATGCGATCAAATCGCAAATTGGTAACTTTGATGTTCTACTGTATTGCGATATGGATGGCATCTCCCGTGTTATCCGCGCCGCGGAGACGGTCGCAAAGGGGTGCGGCTTGTACTCCCACGCGGCGTTGGCCGTTCGGGGCGACTTGCTTTCCCGTCACTACCCCGACATCGATCCCGATGAGATCTACGTGTTTGAAAGTACGCTCAGCGGCTACTGGAACGATAACGTGTCCAATATTCAAGCGCAATCGTTTTTCGGTGTGCAACTGCGACCACTGCGGCCACAATTAGACTCGCCCACGCGTACGATCGCATGGTGTCCGTTAGGCTCGGCGGCACGTCGGTATATTACAGACGATCGAGTGATGCACACCATTCGAAAGTACGAGGGGACGGGATACAATTATCATCCCTTCGATCTCGTCACATCGGTGTGTCCTGCGGGGGGATGTTGCAACTCCTGCCGCGAGCGATTTGGTCACGCGGATGAGGGATTGATGTTCTGCTCCGAACTCGTCGCGGCCTGCTTTCGGCACATTGGTATTTTCGATCGCTCCGTGAAACCGAGCAATGTACTTCCCGTCGATTTTCTGGGCACCTCCGCGGACGTACCGCGTGTAGTGTGTGGCATCGTCACCCTACAACCCTGTGCCGACGATGATGACGACGACACATAAAAATGCCAAACAATAACAACATACAAGCAATACATATATGTCAATGAATTGTAGACCGACATGCGTGCCGAGAGAGTATGTGTGTGCCATGATGTACAGCGACTGAAACGCACGAAAGGGTATGTATGTATGTATATAGATACATATATGTAAAGAAGGATGTCATTCGTGCACAAACGCCACTAACTTTTCGACACATCACACACTATATATATATGGAGCGCCCCGTACACATCTTCCTTACTGTGCCGCATTGCATGAACGATGCGCACATCAACACGCGGCATTGTGACCGGACCGCCCTTCGCGTCGCGCAACTCCTTGAGCAGGCGATCCGTGGACTGGACTTACCCGGTGTGCATGTTACCGTTGTTCCGGGCACCACGTATCGTAGTCAACTCGACTTGAACCGACCTATCGCCCGCATGTCGACGTGGCGCTGTGATCTTCGCGCGCAACTGCAGCGATGCATGCAAGGAGGTAATGCGTACGTCATTGTCATGGATATACACTCGTTTGACAAGACAGACTGTTCATCCTCGTTACTGCCACCTGGAACAGACAAGCACGTGGCATTCTTGTTGGACTGTGCTGGGGCGAAGAGAAGTAGTCTCTCGTCTGCACGAACTTTACTGATGGATGTATGCCAGAACCAATTTGACGATCGCAAAGATGCGGTCGGATTGTACCGCGGGTCGGCGATCAACGATATTGTGTCTGAGAGTCAACACCTCGGCGCTCACGAGTGTATATTTTTGAGCGTCAATGAGTCTGCAGATCCAGCGGATACTGCGTTATTGGCAGCAGCAGTGGCACAGTGGATTCACATACTGTATGACGCGCAACACAAGATGTAGGTGTATACAATGTGCATATATCGTACACAACAGCAAATGCCTCCTATAATAAATATGGTACGGTAGAGTTGGGTAATAGATGGTGCAGACGACGACTGCAACATCACAAGCAGATAGGGGGTGAACGTGCACAAACAGCGATTTCTCGAGTGATCTATATCTCTCGAGTTATTCCACCACAACATGAGTCTCATAATAGCCACTGGTTTCTATTTGCGGAACAGGATTGTGTGTATCTCTAGTGTCGTGATCTATTGGGAATAGACCACTACACACTCCTCTATCTTCTATGATGGAACCACCTACTACCTGTATCGTGTTAACGGCGGAATCTGTTCAATCACTCGACGCAAAGATCATTCAGTACTTTCATGATACGGGTCGAGACAAGTTTGACGCACAACTCACAATCCATGGCCTGACGCGAGATGTTATTGTTCACGTTGCGTTATCTCCAATTCCAGTCTTTCGATCCGGATATATTGACATTCGCATCCAATTTCCACGATTTACAAATCTCATGTGGACGCCGTCGGGTATGTTTTGCACATTGTGTATGCATATTGGCTATGTGCCGCACGTGACGCCCAAAAACCACACATACATAGCACCGAAGAAACAAATCAATACATACACACTCACGCGTGCTATGTTTTTTTCGCGTCGCACGAATAGACTTTGGCCATCAAGTGCATGTCGAGTCTCGTGCGACAGTGCGTTATAGGAGTTGCCATCGACGCATTGTATATTGCTCCACGGGCAATTCGATACTATCGGTCGCCAACTTGTTTCATGAAGCACGAGACACGCACATTTTCAATTCACCCGACGAATTGTTCTACTGGCATTCGTACCGCTTGTACGGTCCTCGCACGGCCGGTATTGGGGGTCATCCCGCTGGTGGGCGCGACTTGCCACATCCCTACACTTTTCGTGATGGTGATTGGCTGACTCCTGTGTTTTCACCCGTTGCCCTTGCGGCCAACTATATGACGGAGGCGTTAGCACACCAGCAATTATACCGCCAGAGTAGCAGTTCACTGTGGCGTGCCTACGCAAAGGGAGGTGATGACGCGCGCATACTGTGGCACGCTCTTTTGTGCGATCGCACGCCCATGATCAAAAGGTCACCTCCCTCGTGGCCCCCACCTCCACAAAGCGTGGCGGACCTTGTTTTGCCGGATCCAGCAACCGTGCGCGTTCGTCTGAGTGCAAAACAGAAACGACGTGCAGGCCAACTTGCATCACAGCGGCGTATTATGGCGAACAAGAAGCGGAAGCAGCCGCAGCAGCAACACACACCCCTGGTGGACTCAGCCGTTGTCATAACGGACACGTCGGTGTTGGATAGTGGTGGTGACACACACGATACCGATGCACATACAGACCCACTGCCAATGGTTGCGGTATCACGGTTGTCTCTTTTTGACAGCCCGGTGACGGGAGGTGTTGGTGATGCGAACGGTGACGCTGATGCTGCGGCTGCTTTCGCGGACCCCGTAATGCATCCATCCCCTGCAAAGCGCGTTCGACTTGTTCTTGGCACGCATTCGCAAGGAACTCCCGACCCGGTCGTTCGTGTAACACGTACAGTCACGAGGAATGATACGTGCGAATTAACATGCGCGGTGTTGAATGATTTCGACAGCGTATATCACCCTAATGACCCGTGGACTAGATCTTCCACAACCACCATCACCACATCTTCATCAGCACTGACAGAAGAGTGTCTCAACGAATGTGATGATATGATGATGTGGTGGTCTATGTTGCAGGGTGATCAATGTCAAGAACTAGCAATAATATAACTCGAGTTGTAATCGCATTTGTACAGTACGGTTCCTGTGGGTAAACTGTTCTCCGGTCCGAGTATTATGTACACACAAGTACATGAAGGTGTTGACATACAGCAACCTATTATCATGTGTCAAGTGTTCTGGTACGTACACTCATGGACCCGCCAGGATGGTGATTAAAAGTATACATGTATATTTTGATTGAAACTCGAGTCGGTTATCATAGATCTATCGACACAATATATACATTGTTGCCAATCAATTCACGAATCATTTATATATCCATGCCAGGTACTTACTGCCTCACGGGTGTGACAACGTCGAATGAGGTGGACTTGAAACAGAACAGTCGGGACATGAGTGTTGGTCCCGCCGTAGCGGTGGCATCTATGGCGTCGTAACCACAGGGCCCGTCCGCATAGGCGCCCATGCAATGCGTGAAAAAGTGTCGAAAAGATGCATTTTTGAAGCCGTTTAACTCTGCGGCAAAGACGACATGTGGTTGATACGTGTTGAGTGTACGTGTCAAATGATCTTCCTCTTCTGATGATATGTGCCACGGATGCGTGCGGCTGTTGTTGCGACCATCTTCATGTTTTCGCACAACAATCACATGCCACCGCAACGCGCGGCCTATTGTGGCAACTGTTCGGTCAAACTCAGAATCATTGCGGTCGGTGCTACCACTCGCGAGCACCAGTGTAATCGGCGACATCATCCTTTCTGATACATCCTGTGGTGTCACTGAGTGCTCGTTCTTCTCGTCCTTGGTCATTGCCTGGGTGGAGCGCCACGCTGAGTAGATGGTGTCGAATTGGCGCGCCTGTGGCGGCACAGGACATTCCGTTGCACCAACAAGGTACTGTTCAATGTGCGACATGTCCCGTAAGAGCAAGGCCGCGTGAGAATCCCATACACCTGCGGCGTGTGGTTGTCCAGACGCGACCAAGATGGTGAGACGCGCCATGTGCGCTTTGAGCAACTGAACAAGAACGTCACCGTGACATGGCTCGGGATGACACCAACAACCGAGTCGTTTTTTGCCACACAACGATTGCAAACACACCTCACCGGACGCAATGCGCCGCTGTATGTATTCGGCATACTTTGAAATGACATCTTCACGGGTGCCGTCCACGCCAATCACAAACGGATTTGCCCACACGGAATCGCGCTCGGGGAATCGCTGTCCGTCGATAAATGTTACATTTCCACGACCAATGTAGACATTGTTGTCGGTATCCGCCATCCATTGACACAAGTCATTGTATTGCGGTCGTATATTCTTGACACGCACACAAACAACCTGTGGAATTGTTATCGTCGTCGGAGGGGTCGCCATATCATACTATGCGTAAGAAGGAAAAAGGGTGTGTGTACGGACATGCACACGATTGTGGTGCCATTGCGGCATACACTTGTGCAACCAACGGAAGTTTTGATTATCTATATACATTGCACGCAACTCGAGTTATCCATGTTGACATAGTTTTAGTAGTGTTGCACTTCGCACTTTCTGTGTGTACAGAGAAGAAAAGGACAGAGATGTCTTCGCCTCCTCTGGAAGCACCGCCAGCAAAACGGCGGCGTATTAGGACAGCGTCCATAACACCACCCATGAATGTCGCAATACCTGCGCACCATGAAGTACCTATTACATCGCTTCCCCCCGAAGTGATAGTAGAGATTTTGCGGCAGAGACCACAGATAGCGCCGACCTTGGCGCGAGTAGGAGGTGCAGTGTTTGGAAGACCCGCAGCGTCGGGGTTGACGATGCTGGCACAGTTGCGACGCCAAGAGGCGACAAAATTTGAGTGTGCAGGAAATCCAAACGAGTGTGTGTTGTCATGGCCTGATGATGTCTACATTTCAGGTATGCATGGAGATGTGGAACAGGCAATGAGCGCAATTGACGATGACGAGGATGGCGAGGAGGAGAGGTGGTTAGCGCCGGTGCTGTGGAGCGAGCAGGAGTGGAACGCGACGGCGTGGAACTGTCCGTGTTTACCTCTGTCATTCGATCTGCCGTTGACACTGTTTGATGAGCAAGGCGGTGATGTGACACTTCATTTTCGAACATCATCTGAACGGCACTATCGAGGGTGGACACGGATAAAGTTGCACGGAATTATCATGCAGTATTTGAGGCAAGCGTTCACAGTGGAGCAGAAACAGTATATCGTGTCCGAAATCAACGCGGCATGGCAAAACTTTTTGCAACTTGAACGAAACAGAAAGCCAGGCCAACGAGCACGAACGTGGTCGCCGGGATTGGCTCGACGACCCAGACCGAATTCTTTTGACGAGGCATTTATGATGTGGCTCCAGCAGTCCGATTTTAGCCGATATGTCCCCATATCGGGCTTACGATCCGTTGCAGCAGACTTTGTTCAAGCGGAAATACCGCGCCGTGCAGCGTGGGGAGTTAATAATTTTTATGTGCAACCGGTGCAGCAATGGGACAGGCAGAGAGGGCAGACTTGGGTAAGTATTGTAGAGTACCTCGAGAGGAGATGGAGATGAGAAGTGTACATGTACTAAACAGTAGTGGTAGTGCTATTTGCAACATATATACTTGTGTACAAAGAATTGACTTGATCTTAAACATATATATATATATATATACATGGCACAGGACTCGACTTATCTATGATGTACGTTGTTGCTCAAGAAGATGTGCAATATGTTTTTGACAAAATGTGACGCATATCAACGCGCAATTATAATGACCGTGTGCATACGCCGCTGTAGTTGCAGGCAAAAAGTCAGTCGCACCCCATTGTTCTCCGCAGAGACGCACGACTTCAGTGTCGCCTCTAGAAGCGGCAGATAGAAGCACTGCGTTTGTGGTGGCCACATCTGTGACGTGCCACTCGTCGTAACACATGCGTACGATATCTGTATGTCCGTGTGTGGCAGCGAGTCGCATAACATCGGACAAATCATATACACCTAATTTGTCGCCAAAACGGTCGTAATCGTTGGCAAAACGGTCATAACATAGGCGCAATATATCCATATGCCCACACCTGGCTGCTCTTGGCATGATACTAACAACGTCGGCACATGTTGCATCTAATTCGTTGAGGCACAACCGAACAAGGTGTGTGTGGCCGCCTATCTCTGCCTGGGAGAGAATATCCATCACTATGTCCTCGGTTTCGATTTCTCCTTGATCCTCCAACAGTTTCAGTAAGTAGCGAAACAGTTTTTCGTGCCCGCTGCGCGCGGCAGCACACAAGGTTTCGTCCGTACATGTCGCCCCCCATTCGTTGTAACACGTTCGGACGAGTGCTTCCTGTCCCCCACGCGCTGCAGTCACCATGATGTCCTTTGCAAGGGTCGCTACATTTGTCATCATGGTGGAACATATATCCCATTGTTTTGTCCGCTCAAACACTAGCTCGCGCACTATGTGCTCGTGGCCATATTGCGCTGCCTTCATCAAGAATCTGCGCAAGAGGTAGAAAGACAAATGTCCTCGCATCGAAAACACCCAGGCAAGCCAGTGGTGGTGGCCATCGCGGGCGACTTGAATGACGCTGTTGGGACACGCGTAAACCCACGAACGTTCGGGACACAGGCCGTATGATTGCCACCGGCGGCACGCGATGTGTACGACTGGAGCGAATGAGGAGAGGTACCGCCCAAGAATATGTTTCACGACGTCGTCGGTCAGGGCATCCATATATATATATATATATATATATATGTGATATTTGTTGGTGCTCTGTAAAAAATAGAGAATATACATCTCTGTTGTCGTTGTTCTCTGGTGTCGTTCGGTAATCATACGTGTGGGTGCGACTCGAGATACACAACCACCCCCTATATACACCCGAGAACACTGCACTTTGCGACATGTGGATACAACGCATGACATTTTCTCATCCAAAAGACCCTCCCAGTTAGAAGGTAAATGCGCCACACGGGGACATTTCAGGATGAACGTACTGTTAAAACACCAACAGCAGAAAAATACGTTGTATTGTGTGGCCGGAATCGCTATTGTTGTCTCTAGTGTTGCTGTTTTGGCGGGCGCAATTGCGCCGCGGAAAGACTACGGGGTCCTAGCGATTCTTGTTGGAATCTTAACGTATTTGCTTGCACTGCGGTGTGTAACACTCTGTGAAGACAACAAACAACAAGAACAACAACACCATGACCAAAGGAGCATGTCCAATTCTGACGGTGACACGGATGCATTCACAGTGTCGTTCGAAAGACAGACTAATGGTTTGGCGGATGATAACATTCATCACCAGCACTCTATAAAGACTGGTGACGATGAACAGGTGCGCGGACGTAGACAACGAGGTCTGTCTTCTTCTTCGCCCATCCTCGTCGAGCAGACAACTTACGGCGCACAGAATGCTCGGGACATTGCACTTCGCGAGTACATGTCTCGCCGAGCATTTGCAAACGCCATGTCTGTTACAAACAATACAATGTAGTACCATCATAGTCTCGTGATACTTTTTTTCATTACTGTGCTTTTTTCTACATGAACACACGTACAATGTAATAAAGTTCGACAAGTACAGGGAACGTCAGCACGCAAAAGTAGGCAAATATCCACTGCAGCCACCAAAACACGAGCAGTAGAATGAGCGGAGTACCGTACACGACAAGGGCAGACGCTTCCTCGTAATGTTGTGGGAGTGGATGACCTCCGCAGTAAAAGAGACGCATCAGAACGAGTGCAACAAATGCGTAATGGAGGCAGCGCCGCGCGACATTACACGCACTACTCTTTTTGCACACGGATGCAACCGGGTCGCAATGCCAACTCTGTACGACTCCACCAATGAGGCTGTCCATGAGTAAAAACGTCGTTATCAGGTGGAACATGATCCAAAGGGGATGTGATGTTACAACCGTCGACTCGGTCGCATATCCCAACCATCCAAACCAGCGTTGCCACGGATAGACGTGATATAACGCGTCGTCGTACCAGTAATAGTCGTATATATACTTGCATGAGAAGAAAAACTTGTACCCATTCAGTGCCAAAGCCACATAGTACAATAATCGCATATACGTATTACGAGCAGTGCTCAACAGTGCGAATAAAATAGTGGCCATTTGGATGATGTGTGCTTCTCCAAACGAAAGTAGTTCGGTGTAGAGATACACGTCACGTGCCGGAACCGTGTGTTGCACTTTAGTACTATACGTGTGACAAGTTTAAAAGAACCATGTGTGTGTACATTTACACACGTGAGAGGGTGTATATACGTACGCCTCTGTAATGATATCCACATAGAGACGGGACCGACGACCGTCAAAACAGGCTTTGTGTGGCTGGAGGTCGCATCAAATACGTACGAATGAACACCTCGAGTTAGTTCCGTCGTGATGAACCAGTTCTCGAGATTTGTATTCCAGAAAAAGAGATGTTGCGGTGTCCTCCTGTTATTGTGCGGATGCGAACCCGAGTCGTACATTGGCGCATGATTCACGCTGACAACACAGTTCAACAAAAGAAAACACCAGCCATGTCGGATTTACCATTGAAGGAATCTGAGCCAAAGCGGCGCAAGTTGATGCCCGATGACGGCACACCTACACCACCACCCACACAGTCCTCTCCTCCTACGATTCTGTCACCTACCCCGGTGCGACAAGCAACGCCCGTTGCCGTATCATCGCCTCGCACCGGCTCGTCCCCTACCACTACCTACATTGACACGTTCCGCAAGATGCATGCAGCGGGTGACGCACTTAGTAAGAAAATGCTGCAGGTGGTAAGTCACTTTTGGAATGATGTTTCGTTTGCAAACGATGATCCGGACGAACCTCTCGTGCGCGTGGTAAATGCGCAGGAGACCTGCGAAGTGGAGTTTACCGACGCGCAGAACAATGATTATGTGCTGACGTTTCTTCGCTGGACGGATGATACAAATCTTGAGCAGTACATTCCTGTTTACATTCAGATGGTCGCAGATCAGCATGATGGATTTCTCATGGATGTGCGCAAGCCCGACGATGTACAGTTTCACGAGGAGGCCGACCTTGAATTGTGGGCGAATTGTGCGCGATCTTACGATCCGTCAAAGCCCCCACTCTTCCGTGCATTTATGCGTACTTTGGAGGATTACATTATCCCGTGTATTCCGCCCGAATTGGCGTCTGATGCAGAGGAATCTGGAAAAGAGGAAAAGTAGTAACATTAACAGAAGCAGTCTCTTAAAGTGTGTATTATAATATACGACTTGATTGTGCTCCATATTACTCTAGATATGTGTATGCGCTTGGAAAAAGTAGGAGATTTCACCGGCCAGACCATGACACGAATTCTTTGTTCATACAACATCGAGCCATTTTACAAGCATATCCTCACTCTTGTAGTATTGCTGGCGACGCCACCACATACCCTCCGTCATCTCTCCTTCGTCGACAATATCCATAATCACGGGAACATTCTTATCTACAAACGGACGAAGAATACGACCACTTGCCTGCTCCACGTCACTTCGCGGCGTACCGTACACGAGCACGTCCAACTCCTGAATGTCAATACCGTCGCGGGCCACCCCGTACGTGGCAAGAATCACGTCGCACTTCTCCGCGGCTTCCTGTTCCGCGGGTGTAATTCCACCCACGTACCGCGCCACGGCAAACACATCTTTGGGAGGAAGAGAAGGATCCGCCCCAGATGCGATCGCAGCAATAGCATCCACTGCCACTGGGTCCGTGGATCGGCCCCGGAGAGCCTCTATGTTGCGGTGAGGTTGATAACGCCCATCGTGTTGCAACAATAAATGTCGACTCATGGCATTAATGATACCCAGTTGCAACAATTCCAACTGTTCGAGTCGATCACTCAGTACCAGAACATGTCGCCGGCGCTTAACTTGTGTATCGACCAGCAGTGCTACGATGAGATCGAGAATGTAGGCATTCCGAGCGGCATCGCCAGCGATACGATTGAGCGCGTACACGCGGTTCGCGTTTTGGCTGTACTTGGTCTTGCCGCGCTTGTACAGAATGCGACGCACGTGAACTGGGATCCAATCACGTTTGCGCTCCACGATGATCGGGCCAAAGTACCAGTGTAACATGTCACTGAGACCGTCTTTGCGCCGCGGCGTGGCCGACACACCAAGGAGGTAGCGTGGGCGCAACTTTTGCAGTGCGGTCAAAAACGTCTGCGCGATGACGTTGTGCACTTCGTCAACAATAACAAAGCCAAAGTGATCCAGAATCTCGCGCGAGTACTCCTTTTGCCCAAGAGAGTGCAACATGCCCACAACAATATCCTTGCCCTTGACCTGGCACTTCTTGCCTTGCAAGACGCCCACGCGCGCTGATGGCAGGAACTTTTGGATGCGCTTGCACGTCTGGCGCAGCAACGCGCTTCGGTGCACGAGAATGAGCGTGGGCACCTTCAACGTCGCAATCAGTGCCATCATGAGGACGGTCTTGCCACTTCCCGTCGGAAGTTTCAAAATTCCCGACCGCAACGACCGCGGCGTGTCGACAAAGTAGGTTACCAACTCCTGGAGAATCTCGACCTGATTCGGTCGTTCCGTGAGTAACTGCCCGACAAAGGCGACATGGTCCAACCGATGCGGACCCACGACTGTGTCGTCACGCACGGGGCGACCCCACCGACTCAAACCGTACGCGCGGGGCACAATGAATGTCTCGTCAGTCTCAATGTAGGAACGCACTTCACCCTCCTCCTGTTCTGAAACATCGGCGCCCACGACGTCTTCTTCTTCCAATTGTTCGTCGTCTAGTGGAATCGCATTCTTTTTTTTCTTCGTCTTTTTGTTTTGTTGTTGTTGCGACGATGCTGTCTTTTTGGCATTCTTTCGGCCGCCTTTGTTGCCACCGGGAGTTACCTGAAAGGCACGCCGTTGCAAGGTCAACCACTGTCGGTGCCACTGCAAACTCTCGTCAGGAATATTTTTCTTGGAAATGATGTAGTGCGTATCAAGGGTGGCCTGTTCAACGACACGCGCCACTGCATTCTCTGGCACCAGTCGATGCATCGTGGGCCGAGCAAAACTGCTAATGTTTTCCAGTGCTGGCTGCGCAACGGCGACGGCAAGCGGAACCGCGGCGGTGGGCACTGGCGGGCGACCCTTGGCCGCCGCAGCAGCAACGCCACCACCCGCCCCTAGAAAGTATCGAATGTCGCCACCAAAGTCGGATGTTCGCAAACGTTTCGGTGTGGGTGGCGCACGGTCATCATCATCGTCAGTGTTGCGTGTGTCTGCAGAGCAGAACATTACAATAACACTTTCTCCTTTCGAATAGTTACAAACTCACTAACATAAAGTATATAGAAGGTCTCCTTGGTGTGCGCACACTAAACTACACAAACGTTTCTTTCACGTGTATTCCACATATATATAACAGGTTCATCTCTTCTTTGCAACCTCGAGTTTTGTACCAACAGTATGAGAACTCGAGTTTTGTGCTATCGTGTAAAAAGAATTTTCAGTACATTGAAATTGCCTGGAGGTAGATGTTTTGCCCCAACTAGAGAATGTTGCTTTCTGTATTTTTGTACACGAGAATCTCCGACATATATCTATAGACAGTGGTGGTATTGACGAAGATGCTTCACTCGGTTGGCGCTCTCACTGCACAAAACTACTGCTTGTGGCCGACGCAATCGCAATGGCAAACATTTTACCGCGCCGAAGCGTGCAATGACGAGATGTCGATGTGGTTGCGCCGAAATCGGTGCATGCAACTGCAACAAGACCAACTCGCGAGTGGTAACAAGCGCCGAGGCGCGGCGACTGCGGCACCACCTGTCATGGTCATGCGCGCGTACCCCCAATCGCACCACCAACAAAATATGGGTGTGACAACAACACCTACCGCAGTGACACCGAGTGCTGCTCCTGCTGCGGACGCGGCGACGTACACACACCTCCTCATGAACGGCATGAATGGTGGCATTGCGTACGTTTCGGATGATTTGATGTCTGGGTTTTTGGGAGCCTACGCGTGCTCTGTCCAGAACGACGATGCCTCTATTTCAGTGTCCGAACAGCGCAGTCCTGTTTTTCGAATGCATTGGGATGTCGATATTCATGATGCCAGTGCAGTCGGCAAGGACGAGTTGGTACAGTTTGTACGCATCTTGCAGGCCGATTGCAAGCAGTTCTTTGCCGCCTATAGTCCGGAACAGCAACACACGCTGATGCTTGCGTGTGTTTTGATTCGCGACGCCGTCCAAGAATCGGACGGCGCGTGGAGCACGGGAATGCATGTCGTCCTCCCGAATGTGTGGGTCACGTCAGAGCAGGCGCTGCGCATGCGCACGTCCAACCTCGCCGCACTCAGTACGGCATGCGCGCTCAGTCGACCCGTGTGGAATTGGAACAACATTATCGACGAGCAAGTCTACTTGGAGAACGGTCTGCGCATGCCATACTCCCACAAGTACAAGAACTGTCCCGACTGTGGGAACGTGAAGGAGCGTCGCATTCATTGCACCAACACACAGTGCCTCAAAAATCATGGCAAAATTGACATTGGTCGCGTGTATCGGCCAGTCACTGTGCTGTGGGGTGATGGTACCGTGCACTCCTCGCTGGCGACGCGTGTTTCTGCCAACCCTGCGATCTGTCTAGAGCACTGCATTATTCGGTGCCCACTCGACACACAACCCACGCCGCACTGGGAAGCCTACGTGGGCTGTCCACAGTACGTGCCTCCTCCCGAGAAGAAACAACGTCGCAGCACGGCGGCCGCGGGAAGCGCATCCGCCTCATCGGGGAAGCAAAATTACGGCGCAAACGGCAGCAACGGCGGCGGCGCGACCGACTTTGCCGAGGATCGCAAGGCGTTCAATGCACAGATGAAAAAGAAGACACCGATTGAGCGCGATTCGTTACAGTGGGACTGTATTGCGCAAATGGCGCGTCGCAGTTTCCCACAGGCGCCGTATGGTGAGATTGTGATCAAGGATGCGTACATGAACACAAACCAGACCTACTACATTGCACGCACCATGGGTCGCGGGAGCTCGTTCTGCATGAACCTCGGAGATGATCACAAGAACAACACAATTTATTTTTACATTACGGAACGAGGCATTTGCCAGCGCTGCTGGTGTCGATGCGATACTTTGGAGAGGCGCAAAAACGGCTTGTGTCGCGATTTCAAATCTATGCCAAAGCCACTGACGCAAAACGAGAAACAGATTCTCTTTGGCGGAAGTGGCGGTGGGCGCGTGCGACAAGGAGGCGACAAGATGATGATCAACCACGTCGGCCCGAATACGAGTGACAGTCTGCTTGCACAACTGGATGCCATCTCCCAAACCTTTCGCGTGCGCAAGAATGAACTGGCCAAGGAGATTCGTCGCACGGATCAAGGCACACCTCCGGCGCGCAAGCGTGTAAAACTATAAAAACGTCACAAACACCTCCACGTGTACAAATGAACATATAAGATGGTGTGAATGACCAATGTATATTGTAACTACACACCCGCACTCGCGTCTGTTTCTGGTTGTAGTGTGTCTCTCTGTGTGTGAGTAAGCGCAGAAGAGTAATAATGACGGACGCGTTGTTGGACGTGATGCGTGATGCTGCGACGCGGTGCCACACTCAACCGCAATGTTTGGTCCCGAATATCCCCACACAAGTGCGTCAACTTGCACTGCGTCTGCTGAAAAGGCAAATGGAATCTTGCTTCTCGCGCACTACACAACAATCACCATCGTCAGCAACAACAACAACCGCAAAAGACAGATCACGGTATTGCACAACCGTGGAGCAAACACTATTTTTATTCGTGGGTGACTCTTTAGAATTGTATCAACGAAAGGTGACTCAACTGGCGTTCAATATTGGAAATAATGGCGTGCACTTGATGCAATCATGTGCCCCCGAGAATTTGATCACCATGAATGATAATTTTCTTGCGACGGGAACCGATGTCGAGCGCAAACGTCAAGAGTATGCTCGGAAGGTGGAGGAGTGCCGGAAATCGCTCGACACGAATGGACTGTTCAAGGAATTTGAGAGCGCGAGTGCAATGGAACTTTGTCCAAAGTGCAAGGGAAGCCAATTGACGTATACTGCCGTACAAGATCGCAGCGCCGATGAAGGGCAGACCGTCTATTTCAATTGTCTCAACGCCGAGTGCAAGCACAAGTGGCGCGTGCGCACATGAGCGGGCCCATCTCTCTTGAGAATTATATTACATATCCATATGTATATGTGTATGAAACTGTAAAAAATGAAGCATCGACCTGGAAGGGATCGAACCTCCGACCTATGGAAAACTAGCCACCGAGACACGCACCTATCGTTTACAGTCCACCGCTCTACCAACTGGGCTACAGGTCGCGCATGTAGAATATGTAAATATACAACTCGAGTTGTAGGTAATTATATTCACTTTGCGCCCACGTACAACCATACCTACACCATGGTGAGTACACAAGTAGGAAGCAAGTGTACATGTACACATCATGTGCGTTCATGGACTCGTGGTGTGTGTACACATGGAACACATATGAGTGGAAGTACATAGTATACATTGTGTGATTTTATTCAAAACTCGAGTGGGTGTATTCACATAGCGGTGCGCATGAGTCGTCGTGTGCTACTAGTATCAGGTGATGAGATTGAAGACAATGTCGAGTGCCAACACGCTAAATTTGTCCGTATTTTCATTGTCGTCTTTCGTTCCTCCTCCTCCTACTGCATTGGACTTTTTGTTGCTGCTGCTGATAGTCGTTTGCCGATGACTTGGGTTGATGCATTGAACCTGCAAAAGTAGCGGTTCTGGAGCGGCAGGTGCGGGTGCCGTTGGGAATGGGTTTGTAAACTGAGTCACTTGTTCTAATGTGCCATCCACACTTGCCAGGGAAGATGAAGAAAGAATAACGGTGTTTGTTGCTGGACGGAAGATGCGAAAGTTCCACTGCTTCTTTGGCTGCGATGTTTGGTAATAGAAGGCGCACGATTGTGCTTTGTACGTCGGAGCAGGCGCGCGATAGATGATGACACCCACCGTGACGAAATCCTTGGACGGGTCGGACACACCAGCGGCGAGTAAGTTGACACCGTTACCACAATGCGATGTATGAAAACCTCCAAAATTGAAACTCTGCACAATCGTGGGTGGTGCGACGTTGTTATTTGTGACCGGTGGAAAGTAGGGTACGGACCACCAGTGTTTGCCGCAACCTGTCAAGTCATGTCCTTCGCCTGGTACCAACACGATGGATGGCTGGCCGTTAATCCCGATGGAGGGTGCGGACTGCACCGTAACAGTGTGTTCGGGCACGTTGTCTACACGCTTGACCATAAAGTGGCGCCCGGAAGTCGGGGCGTCGGCAATAGTGATCGTGATGTTCTGCTGGGTAGCATTTACTAGAATACAGTCATATAAGTGCAGATCTACGTCTGAATCCTGGGTAACTACGTGTGTACAACGAGACATTCTGGATACTCTGCACGTCTATGTCTCTATATGCAATTGACACACGCGCAAACGGGGCTGTTGAGTGTGCTTTGTGATATATGTGCGGGTATTTTTCAGTGTGTGTATCGTTTTTTATTTACGCCGGCCAGAATTCAGCACTTACAACGCCAATGGCAGGCGCCGGCGTGCCTGCAAGTTGCTCTTGCAAACTAACACAGTCAAAGGGGTTTACAGGCACCATGTCCGTCGGGTTGTTTCCAGTTGATGCGCTGTCGTTGATGGATATGATCAGCGGCGTGGGCTGATTGTTTACGCGAACGCTAAACGTGCGTATATTACCTGTGCCAGGTGGTGCAGTAACGTACGCATATAAATTACGCAACGTACCTGCGCGAGTAAGTACTACTTTGGTGCGATCCTCAACACTGGATTGTGCCCCATAGGTTAAAAAGTTGCCGCCTGTCATGTCACCGCCACTATTCCATAACATCATTTGCGCACTCGGGCCCGTAGCGCCAGTTAGTCCTTGCAAACCTGACGGACCCGTACCGCCAGGCAGGCCCTGCGCACCTGACGATCCCGTGTTACCAGGTGCGCCCTGAAATCCGGATGGACCGGTGCTTCCCGTGGTGCCCACAAGACCTTGGATGCCACTCGGTCCAGTGCTGCCTGTGGTACCCTGCGGCCCACTCGGGCCGGTGCTACCCGAAACGCCGTCGAGACCTGGGGGTCCACTTGCGCCGGTGCTACCCGAAACGCCATCAAGCCCTGATAGTCCACTTGGGCCGGTGCTACCCGAAACGCCATTAAGCCCTGGTAGTCCACTTGGGCCGGTGCTACCCGAAACGCCGTTGAGACCTGGGGGTCCACTCGGTCCAGTGCTACCCGAGACGCCATCAAGCCCTGGCGCTCCACTCGGGCCAGTGCTGCCCGAAACGCCGTCGAGTCCCGGTAGTCCACTGGGACCAGTGCCACCCACAAGACCTGTCGCGCCGATGGCACCGGAAACGCCTTGTGGTCCCTGTGTCCCCGATGCACCCGTGGCACCGATGGTACCTTGCAGACCCTGAACTCCGGATGCACCCGTGGCACCGATGGTACCTTGCAAGCCCTGTCCTCCGGATGCACCCGTGGCACCGATGGTACCTTGCAAGCCCTGTCCTCCGGATGCACCTGTAGCACCAGGAATGCCTTGTGGCCCAGCCATGCCTGTTGCACCAGGAAGCCCCAGTCCTCCGGACGCACCCGTTGCACCGATGCTACCAGAAAGCCCTTGTCCTCCAGACGCGCCCGTTGCACCAACACTGCCAGGAATACCCGACGGCCCCTGTGGGCCAGTTATTCCGGCCGACCCGGGTAGTCCACTTGCACCCGTGTTACCTTGAAGACCGGAGGCGCCAGTGATACCCGATAGGCCTTGCGGTCCGGAACTTCCCTGTAATCCGGTGGCGCCGCTTAACTGCGCGATTCGTATCCAGTACGATTGTGGAGGAGGATGCGAATATTGATACACAATACTCGTCGTCATATCTACTAGCATATCGCCGGGACTGGCGTGTACAAGTTGAACAGGTGAAGTAGAAGGACCCGCAGTACCGGTCGGGGAGATGCTACGAGTGTCATCGACAGAGTAAAATTGTTGCTGTAGAATATCGTGGAAAACGAATACTCGTGCCTGTGGTGAGACAATGGTCCACATTCCGGTCGTAGCAAACCATTGATACAATGTACCAGTAGATATGTCCATATAATAACCCGCTAGCAAAGGAGGAGGATTTGGCAATGCCGTGACCGACAAAACGGTCCCACCCTCAAAGGCGGATGCAATGTTCAGAATACGGTTGCCACACGTGCCCGATGGACCCGTCGAACCTTTAAGATCACCTGTGGCCGTCCATGGTGCCGCCGCCGCAGAAGTCACTGCTCCAAATTGTTGCGGGTGTCTATTATGTGGTGACGACGGGGACGACATGACAGACGCCAACCATGATGGTATTTTTGCACGAGAGATAGTGGCACTACTAGTATTGCGCCGCACATCCTGTGAAGACAAAAGATGATCTATGGTGGAAGAAGATTCTGCTTTGTTGTCGCGATGAAAGGGATCACCGCCTGAATGTGACGACGGGCGTGTTGTTGTTGCCGCCGCACCATCCATGGCGTATAATTGGTATGTTGAGGTGTCCAGAATGACATCGCCAGGCAACCCCGTGATATGAACGGTGGAACGGTTGGGTGTTACACGGTAAAATTGACGCGTTGTAACGTCCTGAAAACCGTACGGTATACTTTCTGCGATGATGACAAGTTGCCATTGTCCTTGTACAGTGTATTGGAACAGCACTGAACACGCTTGGTCCAAACAATAGGTGCCCGTGAGGGCCGAAGACGGAAGATTGGCAGAGTTTGCAACAACAAGGCCCTTGAAACGGACATCCAGACATGTGATCACGCTTCCACGGAGTCCTGCGGGCCCCGTCGCACCTGTTCGGCCCGGTAGAAGGACAATGTTGGGGTTGTCGCGGTCATGGCGACGGCGCTTGTCCTTTTTCTTGTCGCGGCAACGATGACGTTTACATGCACAATTTGGTAGACGGCAGTGATCGATGCCGTCATCATCGACATGAAGACTCTGCGCACACGCAGAGCAGGGGCATATCACATGAGGCTGTCGGACAACAGTCCCGGCCGGTACGAATGATGATTTTCGCCTGCACCGACAATGTTTATGTTTGCATTGATCGCACCGCATGTGTGTGTAGATAGTGTTGTGGAAAAAATGAATGTATATATAGGTGCGCACACACAAGGCAAGAGTGTCCTACACAACGAAAGGGCCACCACCGGTTTTCTTTTTATTACAAGTACATATATATGTGGCTGTTGTATGGTGACATCCATTGCATTATATATGTCGCTAAAAGGAGAACTAGCAGTACAGGTATATATATATATATACGGACACGTACACCATGTTGATGCTATATATGTGACGACATAGATACACTCGAGTTTATGCGATACTCTCGAGATACAGGACACATATGCTGATGCGCGGGTGCAATTATAATACACACATTCTCTCTTTACGTTGCAAGGTACTCATAGGGCGTGCGCGCAGTAGCACATCTTTAGTGACATGGAACAATTATTACGTAGCCTCGTAAGTCAGCAACGGGTCGACCGCACATTGGCATCTATTCGTGAGTCACTCCAGGGCGCTGAGACTGTTCGTGATCTCAAGGATGGCGCGCGTCCGCGCCCAAAGGCCCTGTTGCGTCTTATCAAGGCGGCGGCTGTTCTCGAACAAACTCCGGAGGAGTTGGAACAAGCGATTCGATCTTCCCCCGAAGCCTTGTCTCTATTGAACACAATTTGGATGAGCAAGTCGCGCAAGTCGACGCGCATTACACCCCTCATATTTACCATCCACCGGCCCGCGTTTTGGAAGTATGTACCTGTTCTTTTGCGGTGCGGTGCGAATGCCAATATGTCATCTGGTTCCAAGGCCTCGCATAGTTTGCCATTGTTCTTTGCTGCACTTTTGAACGCGCTGTGTGTCGTTCGGCATTTGTTGGACGCGGGTGCCGACGTTACCGCGCGCGATGCGGAGAATAACAACATCGTGGAATTTTTGGCTCGCTATGTCGCACAAGGTGTGAATGTAGATCCTGCGGCCGTGCTCCTGTTGTTGTTGACGCATGCACGCGAGAAGGGTGTTTTGTTGGCGCCACCCATCACACAAGTTACCGTGCCGTCTCTCGGTTCGGGCCGCGGTATTGTCGTGAGTCCGGCGCCCTCACAACAGCCGCAACAGGTGCCTCAACAACAGCAGCAGCAACACGTTCCGTCGGGTGTGTTGGATTTGAATGCAACTCACTTTACACCATCGGGCAAGACACCGTTGGGTGTGTTTGTTCGCTGCGACCAGCCCGCGACGGTGATGGTACTTCTCATGTTTGGTGCCAACCCTAACTGTTATGATAAGGAGAGTTTTACGCCGTTGCATACTGCGTGCCAGAGAGATGATGTGGCGAACATTACGCTGCTCACTTTGTTTGGTGCGTCCAACACGATGAAGAACAAGGACGGGAAGGTGCCATCGGATCTTCTGGACGGGCAGTCTGCGGTACCGAAACCCGTTCTCGCCGATGGCATTCGTCTGCAGTCGCATGTCGGTATGCAAAACATACCGTCGCATGATGGTACGGTTCAAGGAGGACAATCGGCCCCCGAGTCGGATGATGATGCAGATGACGACGACTCAATGGAGGAGTAATGTACCCATTCTCATATATGTTGCGTGTACATGACAGTAACCTGAAAATGCGTGTATACATATAATACAAAGGCACACACTTTTGCGTTACTCTGTTTGAGTGTATTCGCATAGACTTCCAGAGTACACACATATACATAAATGGCGGAACTGGAAACTGTATCGTATGTTGTGCCAGTGCGACCGTCTGCGGCGCGTGCAGTCGTCTACTCGCAACGGCACGTGCTTACGTTTCAACCCATCTATGAGGAGGGTCAGATCGATCCCAGAACAGTGTTTGCACAATTGCAAGTGGGCGAGTACATCCGCGTCAGGCCCAAATTGTCACTCATGGAGGCGGAGAGCGCAGAGACCGAGTTTGTGTGGCGTGTTGTGATGAAGGCGGGCGAGGTGGCCTACTTGCAAATTGTGCCCATTTATGCACCCAGTGACATTGTGCCTTTGTTGGAAGACGTGTTTGCGTCCAGTGAGTCGTTGAGTGGTGTGGAGTACTCTGCGATTTTGCTTTTCAGGCCCAGTGGAATCGAGTTTCAACCCACCGACGGACTCGCGCCAGAGTATCAGACAGCGGACATGGCCACCAGCATCCGCTTTCTCCCTGCGCCCGTCGATACGATTGACCGAGTCTACTTGGAGATCTTCGATATCTCGCAGCAGGTCGGTATTACCGCGGCACGACCCACACAGGCAGCGAACGTGCCGTCGACCATTATGACAGGTGGTGGACTCGGCGGTGTATTGGGAAGAGCAGGAACGACCACTGTGGCCCCGGTGCCAATTAGCCCCGCCGTGCGTCCGCCGTTGTTCACACCGGCACCGATCAGTGCGGCGGCGGCCAAACAACCTCCGTCTGTGATCATGACCGGAGAGGCGCCTACTGAAGTGGAACAATTGCTTGCATCTCCCGAGTACCAGCGATTGATCCAGAATTTGGTGCAGCAACGACAGTTTACGCCTCACGCTGCTCTCCTAGAAGCGCGTCATCGCGCCTTCCAAGATGTCAATCTCCGACGCCGGCAACAGGGTATTGCGCCATTGGAGGCGCTACCGCGCACCACACCCATGCCACCACCGCCACAACCACCTAGCGTTACGGCAGCAGCGGTGGCGCCCATCACTGGTGTTGGTGAACGAAATGAACAAGAGCGATTGTATGACACGGTCATTCATGACATGTACAAGTCGCTACCAAGCACGATGAATCCCATGACCGCCGCCAACTACATTGCCATTGAGTTACCAGAGTCGGGCCGCCGGATCTACTTGAACGTGGTTGAGTTGGCGCGCAATGGTGATGTGGATGCGCAAGGAATGGCACTGTACTTGCTCAACCGCAACAACGTGCGCGACGTGCCATTCCCTATCACGGCCGAACAACTGGCCGAGATACGTCGCCTGTGGGCGCGCGAAATGGCGCGAACTGGCGGCGCAACAACAACAGGACTACCACCGTTCATTCCGCGAGCACGAGTGTTGCCAGCGGCGACCACTGCTGCTGAGAAAGCGAAGCAACAACAGAAAAAGCCCATTCGTCGAAAGAAGCGCCCGAGTGAGCAAATTACGACGTCGCCCACGGCCGAAGAGAGTGAGGCGGCCGCTGCGGCCTTACTTGGCATGTCCTTTGCCGGAGTGGCAACACCGCCACTACCCGCAGCACTGCCGGCGGTCGTGAGCGGTCCCATCGTTGCCACCGCAATACCTCCCGCAAAACGCGCAAAGACGAAGCGACTGCCGCGAACGACCGTCAATGCGCGCGACATTTTCCGCCGCGATGTGAAGAGTCAGTTCCGTCCTATCTATGACGCGCGACACCGAGGCGAGCCGACGTTCAACATTGGCATGTACAATAAGGAGTTGAATGAATGGTTAAATCAGGAGTGGAGCAAGTTAGATCCCGCAGCGCAAGCAGAGTATCAACGTCGCGCCCAGTTGGAAACGCAACAATTGAAGCAATCGGTCCGAACCGCTGCGCCATTGCAGCAGCAAGCACAGATCCCTAGTACGCCATCGGCACCTGTACTGCCATCCGCCCACACACCAACAACAACGACAGCCGCAGCGAAGCGTACTGCCCCAGTGCAAACAATGGGAACCATACAAGGTCTACCAGCATCATCAACACGACTAATTCCGGCGCAACCGAGACAGTACTTGACTCCTGAACAACGCGCAAATCAACTCGCGGCACGTTTCTCACAGGGTCAACCGTTGGGCCGTGCTGCTGCTGCTGTTCCTGTTCCTCCGCATTTTCCGACTACCACGACTGCTGGCCCCGTCGTGGCGCCTGAACAACAGTCTGGTAGGGCATCTCCACAGCAGGATGTTATTTTCTTGGATGACACGGACGAAGACATACGTGTACATCGATGAGAAAAGATACAATCCCCGCACCTCAATGTACTGAATGAAAAGAGAGTCTAACATTACGATCCCCTATAATGTGTGTTATTTGTTGGAAGAGATATTCTCGTCCACTAAAAGTAAGACGTAGCGTGTGTGTCCTTGTCAGTGCGCTGCCAACAATTTTGTGCACGCGCTCGCTCACTCGTACTTCCTGGCAACACGTACAAACAAGAACGATATGGCATCACGCACAGCAGGACCTTCGTTACAGCAACTTGTCGAAGACCGTTTTCAGAAACTGCAACTAGAGGATACATTTGAAGCAGAACGTGACGACGATGGACAACAACATACTCCGCCGTCGTACTCTGCGTCTGCATCGCGCGTGTTCTTGACGCCGGCAGAGATGCACAAAACACCGCCGGCGTCACCGCGACATTCAGAGCGATCACGGTCAGTTGCGACACGAGTCGTTGACAATGCGCGCCACTCATTGGCGGCCCTAGAACATGTATATCCTGACCACGATGACGACGGTAGCAACGGTGACGTCATTCTCCGTGGCACAGCACATCGCACGACGGATCTTGAAACGGGTGCTGATTTTGTACACATCGTCGCGACGGACGGGAACACGGTCATTGTAAACGACACATATGGCAGCGGCCCAGAAGATGATGGCGGACAAACCATTGAACAGACTCGCGTGATTGCGACACCCTCCGATTTGATCGTATGCACTGAACCCGACGCGTGCGTTCAAGTGAATGTTCCTACAGCAGCACCACTCTCGCACCAACACGACACTTACTCTACTACGCTGACGATTAATGGTGACAAGTATGACACAGAAGACGTGATTGACTCGTTGCAATATGAGGACTCTATTTCATTCACTCACACGGAACCGATCAGTGATGACGTGCGGGACCGTATTATTCAACTTGTTCACGACGGTGCCACGAACATTGAGGTCGCAGAGACAGGAGATGATGTGTTTGCGCATCCTTCTTCCGACGACGATAGCGATCATGAAGAGGACGCCACTGCCGGACGCATGCGGGCACAACTAGAGCACACGCAGCGGAGCGAACAGGAGTTCCTGATCGACGTGTTTGAGCAGTACGCTCGGTACTGGGCCATGCATATTGGGTACGCCAACAAACCGTACATTAACTTTGGTATCTGTCGCGCAATCAACGATTTTGGCCCATCGTTATTTATGGGTCCCGAGCAGGAGGAACTGGAGGACGCCGGTCGTGATCTCGATGTGCTGGCGTATTTGTACGACTTGGAGAATACGGCCAAAACGGCCCCCGAAGAGGCTGCGGCACACGTGGGTGTCCTCACCGGTACAGTGGCCGACTTGGATACGCTGACGTCGGCAGTGGCAAGCGAGTTTGGTCTGACCGATCTTGACGCCCAACGGTTCACGCTTCCGTGGGTCCTTCGGGGGGACAAAGCCTTGCACATGGAGCACATTCCCAGTGTGCAAGAGTGGGAGGCGTTTGTCGAACAACGAGGCCGTGCTGCCGGGTCGGACATTGCAAAACAATTGAAAGAGTTGCAACACACTGTACATAATCGTCATGGCCAGCATGATCACCATGATGCCGAATCTTTGTCTCTGGAACCCGTGCTCTCAGACGCAGCGTTCCATGCACGGCTGCATCGCGTGGATCCCACCTATTTGAAGGCTGCCGCGTACGCCATTCCGTTGTTGGGCCCTCTCGTGCACTCAGAAACGGCCAAGCGTCCATACGTCATCCACTTGTCGCACCTGAAACGTGGCGCGCCGTTCAGCCCACCACTCACCTTTGACATGGGTGACTTTGTGCTCGCAGCAGCGGAGCGCGGACACACCGTGCAGATACCCGGGACGCCCCGCTCTCAGCCCCGAGTCCACTACGTTACATCCTCCATGTAGAGTGAGCAAAAAAAACCCCGCAGAGATGAAATAAATACATACCTTTTTTTGATTTGCGTGATGGATGATAGCAGGATAGTGTTGTTCATTACACGAATGGTACGTGTCGAGAGGTCTAAAAGATGTTGTTGGTTGGCATAAATTTTATATGATGTGTACTGAGAGGTAAAGCACACAACACTTTCATTTGTGTGTATACCCCGCGACCGCACGTACAACATCTCCTTGTACACCTTTCTTCTGTGACCCCAAAAACCAGCAAACAAAAATGCAAACGCAATACGAACAAGTCGCTCAGTCTTTCGTGTCTCCCAAGTCTCTCACCGGTGCGATCGCCGGTGGTGTTGGTGCCGGTGTTGGCATTGGCACAATCGGTGGACCTGCAGGTGCCATCATCGGTGGTGCGGCCGGCGGTGCGTATGGTGCTGCTCTGGCGACCCAGAATAAGCCTGTCAACTTGTTGCCCTGGCTCGCCGCTGCCGTTGGTTTCATCGTCGTCATGTACATTATCGCACAGATGATGCGCCAGCAGCGCAAGTGTTAAAAGCACCTCTATTGATTGCTGCTTCACCACTCTTCTGTATACAAGCGCGTAAACGCGCGTCTTCCGGAGAATGTACATTATATAGTCTTTCTTTTCCACATATATGCGCATGTACATGCACTCCTCGTCCGCTGCGGCTTTGCACAAAAGAGAAGTGTTTATCCCGCTATCGTCCATCATTTGTCTCACACCACTTGTATATCTCATAATGTTGTGCTAGTGCGTGTGTACATAGTACAGAAAAAAACCAGTAATGTTACAAGTATATAGATGCATGTATGTGCGTGTTCGTCATGTCGTCTTTGGAAAGAGAAGCATCATGGAGTGTCGCGCCTTTGGAGACTCGACGATGTTGATGGTGTAGTGCGCCCCTAGCCGTGCCGAAAAATCATCCATTGCCGCAATAGATGGGAATGTCGTCGGGGTCACAATAAAAATAATAGGCTCCTCGGTTGTCTCCAACTCATGCATTTCTACGTGCATTGTATCGACACGCTTAAATGGGTACCCCGATGGACCTCGTCGTTTTGGATCGTGTCGCGATGTCGTTGTTCCCATATGCAGTAATGAATGACGGAGACGCTAAATGTTTCTTACCCCTTGACGCACAGCAAAAAATAGTGAGCGATGCGCAAAATAGGACTCGAAATGACCAACTCGAGATGGTAAACCCGCTCCGCAGAGAGACCTGCGCCAGTGGCATATTAATATATCACGAGTAGTACAGTACTTACTTTACCGCGAACAAACAAGTATACAATATACATTCCGAGGCGATGGAGAACGAGCCGATACCAAGTGATGTACCACGGGTGTGTCAAGACGTTTGCAACTGGACCACGCGGCTATTTACGCGAGAACAGTCTCGACGTTCAGACGAATACGAAACAGTCGACGGGGCCATTTACTCGCTCTTGCCCGTAACTCTTTTCACGATTCTCACGCAGAATATGACGCTTGCGGCGGCAAAGTGGCGGAAAGATGACATGGTCACCATGATGCAACAGTGCCAGAAGGCCATACAGACGCACCAACAACTTTGCTTGGAGTGGTTACTATCAGCATCGCCCTGTTCTCCTCCGAAGGTCACGATTGTGCACATCAACAACGCCAGCAAGTGCATCGATTACCTCCATCGGTTTGTGGAGGACGACTTTACATATCCGAGCAAGAAGACAACGATGCCATTATATTTGGAACTCGTTGACGGATACCAACACATTATCAAAACCGGCCGTAGAATCTTGCGCGACCGGTGTTTGTCCTTGTTCGAGGCGCATTTGCACCAGCGCACATGGAAAACGACGACGGCAGCAGATGACCACGACGATGATGGCGTCATGGAATACATTCTTGCCATTGTGAATGACTATTACGCCAACGTTTTGAAAGACCAATTGGAGCACTTTTACACAAACAAACTCATGTTCGAAATACTGGAAGCCCTGATCGAAAAGTATCTTGTGCGAATGCTCACGCATACTTGGACATGCACTCCCTCAATTGCGAAGCAAATGGACAGAGACATCAAGATTATGACGCAGTTTTTTATTGACATGGGCTGTCCTGCGAAGCGTGTCTCGAATCGCGTACGGGCACTGCAATTGTGCGCGGATTGCGTGAGCAAGGATGTCAAATTGTTACCACATATCACCAACAGCATGGTAACGTTGTATGATGATATGGATGAATCGATCTTTGACGCATTACTCAAACGACGACCGTCGATGGACAAATGGACGCGGCATGAAATAGTGTACGCGTTTCGCAACCAGAAAAAGAATCACACCGCGCATGCCAACTCTGAGTGGAAACGTACGACCCTGTTCACAAGGCTTGCCAAGCGTTTACTAGAACGAGCACCGACAGCAGTATGACAACTCGAGTTGTAATATAAATATACAATATTGTTTGGCTACACACACATTTTTTGGAGAATCGAATTTTTGGGAAAGAGATTATGTTACCATACAAGTCAAGTGTGTACCGGTAGCACATGTATATACATACAAGCACCATACATACGGTTAGCAAAAAACGTATATATGGGTGGATTTATGTTTATATATTTTCGAAAACTCGAGTGCTTTATGTTTTGCGGGTTACAATACCAAGTTGCTGTTCTGCAGTGAGCAACAGCGAGGCTGGGCTACCCTCTGTCGTAGAGACACGCGGTCGTAATACGCGCGCCATTAAAAACGTGATGAGCACGATAATGACGGCGAGAGCCATGACACGAAGAATTTGATGTTGTACGTTCTTGGGATTTCCAGGCAAGTAGCGGTCCAGGATGGAGCCAATGAGTCGGTTCGTTGATAATCCGAGTGCGACAGACAGACCCACGGATACACTTGTCGCAAGTACATCACGTACATCACCCGCAAAGTTTCCGAGTAAGTTTTTCAGTTGATTCTGTGGGACAATGGCAATGGCCACCGGTTGCAATGTTGTCCAAGGGATTACTTTTGGTCCCGGCGCAGGCGGCGGAGGAGTATGTGTTGTGGTAGTCGTCGTATCGCTGGACTTGGGAGGTGCTGTTATGGATGCTTGTTGCTGTTGTGTAATTGGCTTTGTGAGAATTGCGGCCACATCACTTGGACGGGGAGGAACTGCCGCGGTTGGTGGCGCCGTGAGAGTTGCCATTGTGTTACTCGGCGCAGGCGGCGGGCAGGGACACACATACATACATACGTGTATCTCTTTGTTGTTTAGTCAGCAGATGTACAATTAACTGTATACATGCATGTACATTGCGATACAAAAACGATATAGCGAACGCATATATACTCGTGCATCAGATGCTCATCTGCTTTCCAAATTCTAGTTCGTATTGATGCTGAATCTCATCCGTTTTGTAGGTTCGCGCGACTGACTTGGTCGAGTAGCATCGGTGCTGTGTTTTAGAATCAACAACAAACGGGGCACACGTGAATGGATCCAAGAAGACGCTACCCTTGGACGTGCGTGCTAGTTCGGCAAACTCGTTATCCTGCACGCGACGCACAGGGAGTGACAGTGCCATGTACGCACGTTCGCGCGATGATGTACTGCCAGTGGCGTGCTGTCGCACCACAGGCCGCTTCTTGATTGCATGTTCATCGTCGTCCTGATTCATTGTCATTGCGCTCACAGAAATGGCACTGGCACTCGTAGCCTCCGCAGATGATGCGGACCTCGCCGAGAGAGACACCGTATCACACGCCTCTGTACAAACGCCACTCGACAAGTCTCCAGTGGCAGAACTATCGGATGACGATTTGAGGGGGCGAGTGATGGGACATGTCCCACTTGCGCTGCTGCCTTCGCACAATAGTTGAACGTCCGTGTCGGCGAATCCGTCGCTGCGAAGTGCTCTTTGCGTGAGCGCCTGGTATTCTGTCGCGGATAACTTGATGGTAGGATTCGCAACATTAAAGTAGTTTCCATCATCCGCCATGCGATACAACACAGCGGGAGCGGCTGCCAGATTGACTGCAACTACCGATGAGGATGCATCATTCGCGAAGTTTGTCGCATCTGTCGTGTTGGGGACCGCCTGTGTACGGCTCCTGCGATGTGTGGCTGATCGACATGGATAGAATGCGCGTGGGATGGTGCTCATGTTGTGCGTATGTACAGAAGAATACGTGGTATGTTCTCCAACGGGCCTTCTGTGAATGACTCTTTTGCTTTTTATTGTGCGCTGCAACTTTTTTGCGCGTTTGCTACATCGATCAAATACCCGAGATTTTTTCCTTCTCTTTCGCGTTTAACATGCCTCAAATAACTGTCGAACTTCAGGTGCCTCAAATGAAAGTTGAAACTCAGGTTGTAGACTTTTGACGACAGTGGCACACGTATCACGTACCATTTTGTTCCACTCGTCGACAGGAACATCGTCCGGAAGTGTGTTTTCGTCCGTTACTATGAACGCGCGAATGGTACAGATGCATAACCGCAAGAATGCAACAAATGGCGATGTTCCACCCATCACGACAGCGAATGTGGTAGTGTCTGGTAAATTTCGGTACGATGGCGGAACGACAGTGTCGATAATGGCGTCGCGCTCTGCGTCGGTCCACTGACCCGTTTGGATCCTAATAGTGTCGATATCGTGCACACAGAGTACGTCTTCACGTACCATTGATGACATGCGTTTTTGCACGTGGTCCCAAACGGAACGTGGGAGGCTGTTCGGACTTGACCTGTCTGGCAGCATTGCACAATAGGACGCGTTCCAGTGTTCAAATTCTCGCCAGTTGGTGCGCCAGTTGGTGAGACCTTCTTTGGCCGTCGCGTTCGTTACGCAAATTTCTTTCAGCGCGTCAACACCAGGATCGTCAATGTCGCACATCGGAGTATCTGCATCTTCATTACCGTTATTCTGTAGACTCTGCATCTCTGCGACCTGCATCATCTTCTATGTCGTGAACGATAATAATGAAGATAACAGAAAACAATATGCATATTGTATGTATGTATGCACGACAAGAAACTATGCTTTCCATATCGTTTCATTTGTATGCACACACGCACGAAAAATAGAGTATAACAGAATATGTACACTATATACAATTCATTTCTGATCAGGGCAATCGCTTCAGGACATGGTACTCGGGATCGTCCGTGTCTACTACCACGGGGGACGGTGACATTTTTGGAGAAACACCAATGCCACAACTATTGGTCGCAGGAGCAGGCAGTAACACGTATGATCCCGTGCTAGATGGTGGAAGTAACAACGGTTGTGGTTGTTGCTGTGGAGGAAGAAGAAGGCTCGCATGTGGGTCGGAGTGATGCGTCGTTGTCGTTAGCAGTAATCGCCAAGGTCGGAGGATGAGGTTACTGACGGTACAACACTGCATGAGCCAACACACCAACCGGTAGAGTGCGTAAATATAGATCACGAAGTGAATGGAGATGATGAAGGCGTCAAAATGTCGGAGCACGGCGCGCGTGCACTCTTCGACGGGGGCCCCCGGTTGTAGCCATAGGGAGGCCGGTGGTGACAGAATCTTTCCGCAAATCTCATGCAGGGGATCACCACCCCACATGCCCCAACCGTGGAGTTTGGGTCCGCCAAAGTAGAAGTAGGCGGCAGGGCGGAGGAAGAGTTGGTAATACGCAAGTTGGAGAAGAGCGATACAGTACGGGACGCCCGGTACGTTAGAGAGCCAGGCGAAAAGTGATGTGATGGCAATGGCAGCGGGGTCCACGTTGGTTGCTGCTTGATGCCACGATCGACCAAGCACATGATCGATGGTCAGTGTCGTCGTTGTCGAAATATCCATATGGAGAGTTGGTGTACGTGGTGCGCGAAACAGATCGCGCGCGGAGTAATGGTTCCTTGGTCGTAGCGTAGTCGACGATGTTAGGTGCTGTGGGACGGACGCTAGGGCTGTAGGGGCATCACGCAAAGAAACACATAGTACAAGTCAAAAAGAAACCTTGATGCGATCGGTGTGGCACCTGGTCTTTACCTTTGAAGCGGAGGGAACAGTTGGTCGCGACGAAACGAGGGTTCTGAATTATGACGTAATCGTTAGTTGACCACGTTCTTTTCCAGGTTCGCAGTAAGAAAGGAAAGGGTTCATGTTGCATGCATACATAAATGGGTGTCCGCGTAAGGGTCATGCGGGCTTTTTTAGTCTGCAGTCCAGGGAAGGAAGGTTGTTGTGGGTACATGTCTCTAAACAGGTATAGGATTGTGTATATCTCCATATATAGGTTATGAGGTCGTTGTGAGTAGTGATCGCGTGGGAGAATGGTTCCATACTATAACTCGAGATGTCCGAATGTTACACATATATTGTGCATATGCGTGTACGATATGTTCGTAGTAGCGGCTTTTGTTTTGTAATTTTAAAACATCACCTGCGATGCAGTTGTTGACGTGTGACGTTGTACGTCATATATTGACACGATATGCACTCGCCTACCGACCCGTATGGTGTATGGTGTGCAAGCCTTGGCAAGCGCACAACAACAATATTAACACGGTTGTTGACAGATTAGAACATGTAGTAGCGCCACATCAATCACAACAAACAACATCATACATGACCTTGCTTGATTTGGCCCATACCAACAGGACCGATACACTTATATGGATATGGCGCTCACGGACGTTGCCGTGGTCGCGTGACACGGCCAATAAAATGATGCATGTCGCCGCAAAGCGTGGATATATATCTCTGCTGACTACGTGTCGTAATGTTTTTCAAGCAAGCGATGTAAATGGGGCCATGTGTGGTGCCGCCAAGAAGGGACATGAACCGATTGTGCGGCTATGTCATGAGATGGATAGTAGTAGTAAGATCGATGTGCATATGGTGATGTGCGCGGCGGCTCGTGGCGGTCACATCAATATTGTGCGCCTGTGTCACGATGAGTGGGGTTGCAAGTATCTGAACCTGCCACGGATGGCCGCCGACGCGCACGGTCACGATGACATTGTGGAATTATTGGATAGATGGGGCGCAAAACCAATTGATTGTGCTATGTAATTGTGAATGTTGTATTACATTGGTGCACCAACAGAGGTCGTCGGTACTGTATAAACAATGGCTGGAACCGCATGGGTCGTGTGTGTGGTACATACGGGTTGCGCCAACGGGTGTTGCAAACTGCCGCGACGAAGAGCAACAACATTGCGAACGAGTAGCACTGCCAGTAAGATACCCACCAACGTGATTGCCAAGTAGAGAGGACGGTCATCGCGCGCAAAGACAAACTCCATCTTTTTCATCCATCCCCCTCCGCCGGCAATTTTCGGGGTAATCTGGTTCCAGTGCTTCAAATCGTATCCAATACCCATGATTGTATTTTTCACGCACGGCGCGATGCTCGACGGGCGCCAGTCGGGTGTGCGGCTGTCGCATTGTTGTTGTTCTGGGGCGGCCTGGGATTGTTGAGGTTGTTGCTCTTTTTGCTTCAAAGATGACAGTCTAGGGGACGGAGTCTGATATCGTGGTGGTGGTGGTGGTGCTCCCACTTCTGTGACTTGATCGCGGCGGCGTTGTTGAATACTTTGGATCGGTTGCTGTGGCGGCGGAAACGGACTCGCACCCGTAAAGTCGCCGCCGACGGCATACGCATCCGGTCGCATCAGTAAGGGTCCAGTAATGGCATCGTTGACACTATCGTCAGTATTGAGTCCATAGTGTTGCGATGGCGGCAACGGCAGGGCAGTTTGTTGTGGTGGAAGAGGTCGTATCGGCATCGGTTGTTGCAATGTCATTGGTGGCGGTGGTAATGGTGGTTCCGCAGCAAGACGACCCGTAGGAAGATACTGCTGTTGTTGCTGTGCGTAGTAGTACGCTTGTTGAGACGGTGGTGGCGGTTGTTGTTGCGTGGCACCGTTCTGTCCGGGAGGATGTGATGCTCCTGGTATGGCGGCACTGTCGTCCCCTATAAAAGAGAATCCATCGTCCAGGTCGACACCTCGCAAATTGGGCAGCGCATAGTCCATCTTTGTTGCTGTCAATTTGCTTCTTCCTTTTCACTGCGCGCAATATGTGTGGGGTCTACAGAGACAGACACAGGAGAATGTGCGCAACGTCGGAAACAAGACGTGACTTTACTTTAGGTGGTTGGAATTTAAAACCTCCAAACCGACCTACCTATACACATAGATGACACGTCTCTCTGTATGTATATACTTTTCACCTCCCTATACAATCTATGAGCGGCGAAAGAAATCATCACACACACACTTTTTTCTCTTACTGACATGGACGATCGGCAATACAACGGGAAACACAAGTGTCAACATGCCCCGACCGGTGCGCGTCGCATATTACGCGACATATACACACCGTGCGTGTTGCGCAATCCGTTGGAACTGTCGTTGCGCAGTGATTGATACGAACAGACATTTCCTCAGACGTCAATTGTTTCCGTCCACCACGAACGCGCATGACAGCATTTCCTTGATACAACGCAGCGCCCGTGTCTCGGCCAGGACACAGTAAACATGCATCTACAACAACGGAGGAGCACACAATGATAATCGTGGCGATCACAAGTGGCATCATATATTGTCGCATGGTGTGATTTACGCAAAAAGAACACCTCTGTACAACACGGTCCCCTCTCTTTTTGCAGGCACCACACTTCTCGCTTTTACCTTTTATAGGGCACACCTTTGTTTTATACATACGAGCACGCGCACTGTTCGTTCACTTAAACAGATGTCCGAGAGTGCGCCGGCGTCGCTGCATCGGTATCGGCATTACAGTCCGTGTAGTACCGCAAATAGAACCAAAAGCCAACAAGAACTGCACTTAAAGAGACACCTTGCAAAATATCATATATCCACGGCAACGTCATTGTTGCTGCGATAAGTACGCCTTGTAGCCGCGCTATAAGCGAGGGAATGCTGAGACTTATTGCAAACAAGCGGCCCACACGATGATGACCAAACTTTTGTGCGATAAACGCGGGCGCCAGCGAAAAGTGGACATCACGTAACAATGCGAACGCAACCATCGTCGCATACTGTAACCAGGTGGTTACTGGTACGGGTATCAACGAGTGTTGCTCTGTGGTCGTTGCAATTAATCGAGAAGATATTGTGAACAAGAGACACCAACCAATTCCGCAGACGCACTGCACTCGAATGGCATCTGCGATGGTATTACTTTGAAGCATCAGCGGTCGGAGACGCCACAACAGCCATGGACTAACAGACACACTGACAGCCGCGATGACCCAAGTTGCGTTCGCTACAACCGCAGGATCGAAGCGAATCGGAAGAATGCCAAAGAATCCCACAATCCAAAATGTGCAAAATGTGTTCAACACCAGAAAAACCAAGTAGTCGCGACTACCCACACTGTCCCGCACTTCTTCCCATTGACGGCGCCACCGATGCAGGAACGGCGGCACGTTTACACACACCATCGTCGAGCAAGCACCCACACGAAATTCCCCTGTGAGTATATATAATACATAGTTTATATTTCAATTGGGTCGTCTCATATGTACATAAAAACGAAAGAGTATACCGCATCGGGAGCCCACACGGTGGCGCCATTGACGACTCCTTGATCAATGACAATGTATAGAACCTCGGGCGTCAATGCAGCGTCAGGAATGAGAAGTCTTTGTTCACCGGCCACCACATACCTAAAGAGACCCTGTAGAGATAATGCAGTTTCCTTGACCAGCACAGTAGACACACTCGGAGTGAGGGCAACTCCATCGACTGTCGCCTCTACACCGGCGTTAAATTGGTACGAGAATGTGTTCGGTAATAACGTGAGTCGTGCAACAAGTTCCGGGGTGGACGCCACTGTGGCATGAATTACACCTGTACCGGTGGATGGAAGATCGGAGGAGGTGACTTGAACAAACGCTTGCCGCAGATCCTGCTGCTGCCACACTTGTTCGACATTGCATATTTGTTGTTGTTGTTGTGAGGAAGAACACGGACTCTCACAGATACGACGAAGCCGCAGTGTGGAGCACCGATTTTGTTTGATTGTTGTGGTGGTCGCCGTCGTTGTTGTGCCTCGGGAGGTGACAACGATGAGCGAGCCGGGTGCGCCTGCATACGACTCGATCCACTCTAATCGCACCGAGGAAGAACATGTCTCGTCGCCCACAGCGTGATGAATACCAACAATTCGATACAATCCTTGATATGTGCTGTCACTCGCAACCAACGGTACCAAAACGATATCGTCGATCTGTAGCGATGATCGTTGGCATCGCGGATAATGATGATAATCATTATCACACAACCGCGAACAGCAACGGCAGTCGGATATGAGGGATCTTGTAGCCATCAGAAGGCGCTCGTCCTCCGGAACGAGAGTAAACGTCCACCCAGTATTCAATCGTTGGCGCACGGCCGCAAACTGAGGTTGTGCAAGTCCGCCAATAAAGGATGACTGTGGGCCAAGATCGGGCAGCAGCACGTCAACCACCTGCGTCGGGAACTGGACGGTCGATGCCAAATGTTGCACCCCGGTATTAGCGCGCCGCGGGCGAGGTCGAACAACAATCGATGTTCTTGTTGTGCTCGAATGGTGCTGCCGCGCGAGAGCGCGCGATGAATGTGGCGTTTCTGCCGCTGCAGTTACTTGCACAAACGTAAATACGCCGCTCAAAAGTGTCCAGATTGTAAACGTTCCCCGGGACGCATGTAGTTCAAAAATAACCGGAAAGGGCTTGATGTCGCGCACTATTTGCAGTAATCGCAACGTTGCATCGCCCTCGTATTCGGTCGGCTTATAAATACCACCATCCATAAGGAGTTCCGGACGAAGAGGCCCTGGTTGCGATGCATGGTTATAATAGCACAACACGCGCGTGACCACAATATCGGGATTCCTGTTAAACCCAGGTACAAGGGCAGCAGAGCACCCATAGCACGCATTTCCGAGACGCCAAAAGTGTGCAGGGTCCGTATCAACGAGTCCTAGGTCCACCGCACCACACACGATATTGTCAAATTCGTCAACCTTACCAACATTCACGCCACATAGGATTGTATCGTTGAGAAAGTCACTGTCAATGTAGCCATACTGGTGGCGCTTCTGAGCAAATTGGCTCTGGGGCACCTCGGCCTCTGCGACAAAGTAAACGCTTGAGTCAAACGTACCCGCAATACGCCACCTCGTGTTTGCGTACGTCGCACCTTGAAGCACATGAATGAGGTCTCCGACATGCTCGAATGTGAAGACGTCGAGTTGTACCAATTTGTACCGTCCTGGTAATGCGTCACGCTCAACACGGTACAATGCATTGTTGACATCATTCCCGAGTACAAGGATTGTCTCATTCAGACTTGCGTCTGTAATAAGCACGCCATCCAAATGGTTATCCGCGGGGACTCCCAACTCAACCGCACCAGCCACAATGCGAACGTCGGGTAAAAAGGTGGGTGTCGCCACGAGGGCGTTTGCCACAACAACCGCCATGGTAACAGATACGCAAACTCACACGGAAGGAGACTTTACTCTTCTTCTGTACACATATATGTTCACGACATCATACCGCTGCGACGGACGTCAGTGTATGTATAGACAACAAAAGGTACATGCACTACGAGGAATCCACAGAAACAACAGTAGGAAAACATGGAGGCCACAACAGTCGCACCATAACAGAAAGACCCGCAATAACCCATGCATACATCAGCAATAGTGCGTAAAAGGATACGCGTGACCAAGATTCGATCGCCATTCGCATGCTCCAAAAAGTGATGATGCCCGCGTCAAACAAGCAATTCATGCACATATAAATAAATGGAATCCATGACGGATCCGTAATCACGAACCGCATTGATGCCATCAATTGCACGTGTATCAAAATGGCACTGACACCAAAGACAGCATATCCGATAGCAGTGATGTAAAAGGCGCCAATGCCGCCCGCGAGAGCGGCCATGGACATGATCAGTACGCCGGCGCACGAGGCAAACCCAGTCGCAACAAGGGAGTCGCGTACGTTGAAAGAGTCGAGCACAAAGGCGTGCAAGAGTAACATGAAACACCGAAGCGTTAACGCGGTCGTATAGATCGTGTTCAGTGACAAGGCAACCGACTCTACTGGCTGTGTTGTCGTTCCATCATCACCATCATGCAGGTATTCTTGCCGTTGTAGAATCAGTGCGAGGGAGGGCCAACCAAAGAATGCTCCTGCAACGAGACACTCTAACAGAAGTGCCACAGCAATGATGAGACCCACGCGCCCATGTGACGACTGTAACATGTCTGTCTGCATATGTATATATTAGACACGTGAAATGTGTGTATAACAAACTCGAGTTGTGAATAAACTCAAATTATATTCACGCTATATATATTCGGTGGAAGTGTACACGACGGGTAGGTTTGTGGTATACTATGGTACACTATTGGTGAACAAAGTGTACTTGTGGATGTCTTCCGTGTACACAGTAACAACACCAAGAAAAAGTTGTTCTGTACATATATATACTGACAAATGCAACAAAACTCGAGTTGGTCTATTGTATCATGTATATGCCGTGTCATGAGTCTATTCGTGGGGATCGTTCTGGTAGTGGGTGTCGTGACGCAACTTGACGACGTGCAATTATGGTGGATCGGGTCAATTACATTGGCGCAATGCGTGATTCGAATGGTTACCAAAATTGTGGGTGTGCTGTTATATTGGGCGGCGATCGCGGCCGGAACAACACACTCGAGGTGACATCACTGGGAACTCGAGGGATGTCTGTACTCTGAACTCGAGGAGCGTACGTTATATCTGCAAATTTTGCGGAACTGTGTTCACTTTCTCTTGGTGGTCACAGAGTCGCGCACGCCTACGTACATACTCACCATGGAGATTTCTCCTTCTGTATCATCTTCCAGCGGTGGTAACAGCACTACGCCACTGCGCTCTGTGACCTTTAACGTTGCGGTGGACAAGAAACCCGAACAGGTTCGCGTCTCGGAACACACGAGTGTGAAGGACCACATTAAAGGTCTGAGAGTTTACCGCGAATCTATTTGCGGCGAAATTCTTCAACATTCCGATGTGAATGCCAACGGCTCTCCGGCAGCATTTGTCTGGCCCTCGTTTGACAATGGCCTCGTCGGCGGTCTGGTGCAAGCCTACAACAATCATCATCACATTCATTTGCGGCCTGACAACTTTTGGGTGGCTATTCTCGTCCAGTTCGGCTTGTACGTGAACGACAATTCTGAGGCGTTGCGATCGAAGTTTGTGGACTTTCAAGGCAAGAAGGAGCTCGAAGTTGTCATGGGTGGCACTCTTCGCACGGCCGAGTATGACGTCTTTGCACGTCTCATGACAGAACAGGTGTCAAAGAATCTCAAGGATGCCTCGGTGCGCGACTGGATCATTCCGTCCTTTACCACAACGACTGAGAGTGATAAGGTCGTCTATTCGGTGGTGATGATGAGTGCACTCAAGTCATATTTTGATTACAAGTGCACGCTCATGTGTGGTATTCCATCTGTGACGCTGTGGGGCACGCCTGAGGACTATGAGGATCTGGCCCATCGGGTCGATCGTTTGTTGACGTATGACACGGACACCGGGTACATGAAGAAGTGGCATGGTTATTTGAAGCCCGTGATGGATGAACTTGTGCGCGCCTCGCGCGGCACACCGAATCCTGAGTTCTGGTCGCGTGTGTGTACGCACCTTGGCGGAGGCAGCGGTCCCAGTTACTACACGGGATGGATCAGTGCATTCTGTTGTTTTGACGAGAAGGGTAAATGGCAGGGTGATCGGCTGACGTACTCTCATTGGAGTAATCGCAAGAAGGTGCTCCAATTGGATTGGCCGTGCATTGACTCAAATGATGTTCCCCCAGGTTTTTGCACAGTGCCTGTCCTTGTGGACGATAACGGTACCAAGTACAAGACGCAAATGATCGCGGGCAGTTTTGCCGTGTCTGCAATTAATGGCGACACATTGATGCCACGCCTTGATTGGGCCATTGCCGTGGAGGATGGCGCGAAGATTCAAGAGCGTCACAATGCGCAGCATAGAATGTGGGACGACTCTGGAGACGACGAGTAGAGTCAGAACACAGCAATCATGTGTAGGATTTATCTTGTCAAGTATATTCTGTATGCCCCCTATCACACACTGTCTCGAGTACGCACATTCTCGAGCCAGTAACATGTTCCTGTTGACTCTCTCTGATTATTTGTCACAAGTACTATTCTGGGTGAACAACAATATACATACATACACGTACACATGGATGAACCTCCGGTCAAGAGAGTGTGCCGAGAAGAACCTGAAACTGTGCCTATGACCCATGCTGCGACGGCGGCTCCTCTCATTGCGGATGTGTTGACTGCGGAACAGAAGCAATTCTTTCATGACCACGGATATGTTATTGTTCCCAACGTTCTGACACCTGCGCAGTGTATGGACTTGCGCCGCGCGGTGGCGTCGGCCCTCAACTATAATCTACTGGAGCGTTATGGTGAGTCGTACCGTATCGCGGTCGACGACCCTTCCTCATTTGCCATTCTGGCCGACGCGGATGTCCGAAAACGTGTTCTGAAGAATCCGAATATTATCTACATTGGCTCGGAGAACTCCCCGACAGATCCTGTCAATACGCGCGCGCCGCGACTGGCCAAGCAGACTGGAATGGGTCCATTGATGAATTTGTACGATCTACCGGAGAAGCACGCGCATGTCACGGCGAATCGCACCATTTACAACGCGATGCGCGAGTTGTACGCTCTCGTGGCAGACCAGTGGCCGCAGTATGCTCTCTGTGATCGCGCACACGCACACATGCTTCTCATGCAACCTGAACGCATGGGATTGAAGGTTCCCCCGGGCAAGGGTCGCACGCCCGCCATGATGAATCACGTCGACTGTTACTTTCCGGACCAACCACCGCCGCCTGTGGGGTCCCGCAAGGACGCGACACTATTTACGGACCCCCACGGTCCGGGACAACGCCTGCAAGGCTTGGTGACATTTTGGATGGACCAGACGGCTGGCCCCGAGTCCGGAACGTTGGAAGTTATTCCAGGGTTTCATGTGTACTGGGAGCTCTTTGGCCTTTTCACACACCCCGAGACAGGGCTGGAGGGTCATCGCCGCCCCCTTGGTGTCGTGCAACACCCGCCCATCCCACTGGATGCAAAGACGCTCGAAGCTTTCAATACCTATGTGGGCATCTACACAGAACTACAAAGTGAGCACCGTTGGATGCTTGCACGGCGCGCTGAACAGACGTCGTCGTCTGCGCCTTCGTCATCATCATCGCCTGCTGTGGGTGCGGCGAATAAGTTTATAACAAGCACTTGCATGTACGGTCGTGTGTGGTTGCGTACAAACATGCATATGCATGCCCGAGATCTTCTACTGACAAGCACGGCCCCCGTCGTTCCCGACAAGGCCCGTCCGTTACAGTGGACGACGGTGCTACCGTCACCCTCAGAGTCCATCCATGATTCGGGGCATCTTTTTGTGCGTTGGTGGTGTATCATAATTGTTTTTTTTGTTGGTGCATTATCCTTTCTGACACGTGCGCGCCGGCCCCTCCTTGGTTTTTTCTCTTGTCGGTTTAGGTTTGGGATAGTACACTGCCGCACCGTAATGCCTGCATCTCTTCCAAGGCCAAGACGCCGCGCGCCTGTTGCTACATTGATTACCGTCCCACGCTGTACGAGCATGACATTTATGCTGCGACGAGGAGCATTCTTTCTGGTTGCATCGCATGGGGTTATGGATCTAAGCGCGAAAACGATGCCGAGCAACGACTTGTTAACAAGTACACTGCCGATTGCACGTACAGTCGTGAATTTTCTGTGGACGGCACGTATCGTAATTTGTGCGTGAAGCATGACCCGCTCGTGCGTTATTTGCGTGGTGTGGACACGGATACGCAGAAGGCGGTGTGTTGGCCAGTCACATGCCCTTCTGCTGACTCTTCTGAGTCGACGATCGGTGAGGTGAAGGCTGCGGATGACAACAACCCACAAACGTAGAATTCCCCGGTATCTGCATGAATGTAATACATATACGTAATTTTGGTTTGATACTTGTGTGTGGTGTATACAGGTAAAAAAACGAATACGCACAACATACATCTGCTGCTGCGTAATATAGAGAGGGAATACTTGTTTCATTAATATGGGTGATACACTATATGGTGGGATTTCAGCACCGCCACCTGCGAAACGACGCAAAGTAGCAGAGTCACCGCTGCAGGGCCCTGCATCGGCAACCGCAACGTGGTCTATTGTTTGCGTCGTACCGATGCCACCGCGTGTGCGCGACTGGCAGTGGTCTGCCGAGGTATTGCGCCAGGGTGAGGTAACCGTGGAGTACCACATTACGGTGTCAGACCGTCGACGCGTCCGAAAACGTCGAAATATTCTTACCGATATCGTCACAGGACGCACGTTCGACATTGGCACTCCACAGGTGGTATGGCAATTCCTCGACAGCATCGGCCATCGCAAGGACATTGGTCGGGTGAAGGCACTGTTTGGCTTGCGCCCGTATTTGGAAGAAGACGACCAGTCTCATCGTATTCGACTCGACATCATGGCCTATGTTTTGTTTGTGAATGCGCGCGTCATGCATGACCTCGTACTGTCGGGAACGGCCACACCGTTTATAAAGCAACTGATTGAAACTGTGGAGAGGGACGAAGTACGACTTGACCGGCACACCGAATGTGTCTCGCCATCATTGTTCCCCTACGCCACTTCTACGACTGCTGCTTCCCCGTCGATGCCGTTGGCCGGCAGAGCCATAGCCGCGGATATTGGTGCTTCCTACGGAATGCTGTCTCGACTCCAACAACAAGCGCTGCGCCAAATGATAGAGCGCGACGCACAGTTATACCTGCGACAGCACTGGATTCAATGTAGTGCAGGACCATTGGTCGCGCTACCTGCGTGTGATCTTATTATCGATACGCGTCGTCAGATAGTGGTGCCAACGTCCACGTCAATGGACGACCTGTTGGGCCAACCTCAAGTCGTGTTGTGCCCACGCGCGGCCTTCCTGGGAGGGGCCATCGGAGTCGGCAAAACGCGCGTTGCGCTCGCTTTGTGCCATGCGGCACGCCTTCGCGATAGTAGTGATGACGACAACACCGCCAACAACAGCAATAACAGCGATAATTGGTCGTCGAACGGTATGCGCACTCGCGGGGACCCTGCATTGCTTCCCAACACGGCAACTCTTATTATCGTGCGCACGCATACACTGTCCCACTGGGTTCGCGAGGCGTACGCGGTTGGGTTCACGGAAAAAGATATTTTGGTAATCACAGGACGCGCCGAGTGGCAGCGACTGGGTGACATTCGTGCACTCACGCGCCACGCACTCGTGTTCCTCACACATGAATTCGCGTTTAACGAGGCCTACTATCACGCGCTCCAACAGGTAGTCTCGACGACGAATACCCATAATGCGGCGCACCAGCAGACGTCCATGACGACGGCACACATGGAGCAGGAGATACTGCGTCGGTACGCGCATCAGCGCGATCCACGCTACTTTTCACTTGCGTCATATTTTTGGCGTCGTATTATTGTCGACGACGCCGAAGACGAAGTGTCATGCCATCATTACATGCGGCTGGCCTGCGGCTCATTGTGGCTCATCGTGTCGCGAACACCGCACGTCATCGATGACAGTCTCACCCCGCCACCCACCTCGTTGTTGAACGCGTTCGGATTCGACGACGACGCTGGACAGGAAGAGTTGGATCTGTGGAACCAAGTGTTTCCCAAAGCGACCGTGACCGTGTATGGCGGCGCAAATACCCGTCCCGCAGCAGTGTCTGTACAGCAACTGCACCAACCCGTTTCTCCATGTCTTTGCATTCACCAAATCGCACTCACAACGGGAGAGCACGCGGTCATTGATCGATGCCTCACGCATATGCGCGAGCACACAAATGCGGGGGACAATTTACTCGAACTGGATGATTTGCTCCGCGCACTATTGATTCCTTCGGCATACCGATGGTGGCCCGCACAAGATGTTCACCGATGGTGGGCATGCGCTGAACCGCAGAGTCCGCTTGCCATTGCGCGATCGGTGGCACGTCATTCGACAACACGACGGTCGCCGGTGGCCAGCGATGACGGAGAGGCGACGCAAGTAGACGAAGACGACAACAATGTCCGTACGGCGGTGCCATCATCATCCGTACTACTGCTCGACCACTTTCACCACGTGTTGTCCGAGTTGTGTTCAATGGAGGAGGATCGCACTATTGATACGACGACACCATCAACGTACACGTGCCCGATATGTTTTGACCGTCAATCGGATGTGCTGATGCGATGTGGTCACGTCATGTGTCTGCGATGTCTCTTGTCACACATGATGCACACTGAAGTGTCTCCACCACAGTGTCCCGTGTGCAAGACACCCTTCCGCCCGCGGACCATGTATCACTTGAAGTGGGATGACGCGCTTGTTGCTGCTGCCGCCGCCGCGGAGAGCCAACAATCGAATACGCTTGCTGCTGCTTCCGAGGCCGCCGATGTGGAAGACAATCACTGGTTGTGGTCCCTGACAGCGACCGTGGCGCTACCGACGCCGTCATCCAAGATGGCCGCTGCGCGCGATCTCGTGTGTTCAATTGTGGACAAGAATCCATACGCGCGCATCGTTATCTGTTCACAGTGGAAGAGTTTGTTGCAAGAGCTCAACGAAATCCTAACGGACATGTTGGATCCGCCCGAATCACCACAACAACCGTCAGAGGAGCAGCAAGATGACGCCGCCGTCGAACACCAAGAAAAACATGGTAGTGGTAATGTTAGCAGCAGCAGCAGTAGTAGTAGTCCACATGCAGCGCGCACACGACGGCGTCCTGTGATTCGCATCTTGGCCGATGTGAATCCACTTCACCGTGGAAAGTTAATCCAACAGTTCGTGGATACGACGCATCCTATTCCACACATACTTCTCGTTCCATTGCATCAACAGCATGGTGACCATCCCTTGCGAGGTCTGCATTTGGGCACGAGTGTTTCAGACGTCCTGTTCCTGCATGCACCGACAGGTGCCATCAAAGAGATGCCTCATGAACAATTCCTATACCAAGTGCTCTCACATGGCGGCGGCGAGGACGTTAGCAGGAACGAAGAGGAGGAGGACGCACAAGCGGAGAGACTGAATATTCACTACCTTATTTGCGACCACAGCATTGAGCAAAAGTGTGTTTCTTCTCTGATTGAACACCAAGCGGGGTTATTCGCGCAGGCATCAGCACTAAAATAACAGAGACAACTATATATATGTATATATATCCATGTATTTACACGCTTACCACACAAGAGCACATTGAAGTCTATTGGGTGCTGCTCGTTAAACTCCAATTCACCAATTCGAGGGGCATTCGCCACGACACCGGATACTCAATGCTGCAGTTTGCAGTGTCTTGTGTTAACCAGATTTGTTCCATTCCTCGCACATTCGCCAAATTAGGCTGTTGTGTATGCAGTGCAAGATTGTTTTTAACAACTCTGGCAAGTGTTTCGATGCACGTCGTCGGAGTGAGTTTGACAATCCACGTTCTAACCCACGCCTCGTCCTTGTGTCCCTCAAAACTGAAAGAGGGCTGTTCGGAATGCGGGTCCGTATAGAAAAAGAAACCTACCCGACCCATCTAACGGATATGTGCGAAAAAATAGAACATGCATTAGGACAGATGTGTGATCGAAAGAAAGAGACGGTCGTAAATACAAGGACGAAGAAACAAGTGGATGGACATGATATTGATTAGTAAATGGTGCGCGTACACTTTCGCGGTACAACAGTCGCAAGGCGCACACATTTGCAGCAAGTGAGTACAACACCTCCAAGTTATGAATATATAAATTAGGAGCCGCACGATGATCATGGAGTGGGAACGATGTCAGTGTAGGTTGTTGCTCGGGTGGGTGGTGCTCTTGAATCATTCGTGATGCAACACTGGCTGCATAGGCGGCAGCAATTCCTCGCGAATGATTCCACACATGACTGCCACCAAAGTAGTACGAAGACGAAAAGGAAGAAGCGTCGGTCATCGTGCCGTGTACAAACACCAGTGTCCCGCGACGAAATAGACAATATACGGTATAACTATACGCGCACAAAGACACATCTCATAGTGTTTCATTTGCGCCATGATGCTTACACTTTCTTTTTTGCACCAAATGAAACACGTAAAACTCGAGATGTTAAAATTTGCTACTCTAAATGGTGTATCTTACGCGCGACCACACCAAGGTTCTACACGTACACACACCGGTGTTGTATTTTAGTGCAGTATTTTATAGGTAGGTTATCTACAGTGTCTGTGTATTTGCCCTGCGTGCTGTTCGCATCGTTCGGCCGAGCGCAAATATGACTTCTTCTTTCATACCGGCAGAAACAACACATGTCGTATTGCAAGTACCAGGCCAAGTGTTAAAGTGTGCATTTTTGGACAAAATCCACGTCACATTGGTTTCTGTCAATACTACTGACCTAACAGAACCCGACGCCTTGGAGCACGTCCTTTGCTCCGTGAACGTTGTGACACCACCCCATTTGCCAAAAGGTGGCATGCCTCTGCGCGATCTTACCCGTTGGATCTTGTCCGTATACCCTGCGGCACCAACAGGCCCCGCCATGTCGCATCATCAAGAGTCTTCTGTATTGACCTGGCGTGATCTCACGCGTATGTGGTGTATCAAATCTCCGGGGGACGACGGTGTGTGGCGACCTATTGCCACATTTGCACATTGGTCCCTTCGTCAGGAATACAACACCCTCCAACACTGGATGACAACACCATCACCACAACAACAGAAGGGCATTGCAGCACGCACATCATCGTCGTCAACAAAAACACCGAGGCAGCACGAGCACGCACTTGCGACTGTGCGCACATTTGCAATGCCCACAGCACACGAACAACCCTTGTCTGCATCATCGTCTTCTGCTTCCTCCTATGGTCATCATCATCGAGCAGCGCTCAAGTATGCCTGTCCGTTTGACCTCTTTGCGAACTGGTGGGCGAAGAACAAGAACGCCTTTCCTGGCGATTCGACATCACTTTCATGTTGGGACGCGCTCCCAGCCCACCTACCCGGATGGAGTAGGAATCCAATGTGTCGGCGTTACTGGACGAAAAAGTATAGCGATTGGCGCATCAAGCAGGAATTGAAACAAAAGTACATTACGGAAGTGGAAGAGCCCGACGGAAGTGTCACCATCATTGATCCTGACGAGGACATTCTGTCCATGTACGCACAACAATTGCACCAAGATGAGCACATGATCGAAGACGTGCTCGTTCGTCTCTCCAAGGAGAAAAAGGATTCGTCATTACTTCCACAAACGTTGCTTCCGCCGGCGGTCGACGTGCGTACGTTACCTGCTTCAGAGTGGACAGAACAGAACGTGCGTCTGTGGTTGCGCCGCATGGATCGCGAACAAAACCTGAAAGCGGACCCCGTGTTGCTTTCCATTGTGGATGACCGGCGGATTGCAGGTGGGCTGGACCGCGACTTTGCCTGCCAATTCCTCCTTCCGCACACGCGCGCCGATGTTTTGCTGGGTCGGCGCACAGCCCGACCGGATGAGATAGTCACGGTGTGGGTACGGTCCGTGGATCTGGGCACAAACCCGACCTATGTGCGCTCCATTCGTCAATGGGACAGTCATCGTTCTTCCTCTTCTGCTGCTGCTGCTAGTAATCATGCGCCTGCATTTTCGGGCACAGACCCGGTTGTCGTTCTGGAAGGAGAACCCCATTTTGCACCGACGGCGATGTATTTGGGTGCCACGCATTCAAAACCAACAGAGATTCCTCGGGCATTCCAAGGCCTACGTGCATTGTTTATGCCGCCACCTTCATCCGCCGAAAAGGAGGAAGAAATCCTTGTGGGAGACACTGCTGCTCACACCAACAACGCGAAAAAGGTGACAACATGCACGCCGCCGCAGTTTAGTGCAGGAACGTCGTCGTCATCTTCAACCGCACATGCCAACGTCATTCGGCCTGGTGAAAAAGGCGTGACACAACAACGCAGACAAAAACGCGGAGCCGCTGGCCGTCCAATGAGAAAGACTCGATCTACTGCGTTTGCTGCCGACATGGATGACAAGATGGATGTTGACACGTAGTAGTAGTAGTAGTATAGATGTACATACACACAACAATGGTTTTTCTTTTTCCCAATAAACGAAGCGACGGCACATACTACATGGGGACATGTTTCTCAAATATATATGCATTTTTTAAACACCATACACAATTCGTGTTTGACCACTCGGACAGAGGGCATCTTCAGGAATGATGACACATTGTGTCACATCGTCGTCACATGCGGGTTCTACAACGGCCCGCGCATCGCAGAGATCAAAATCACACCACCGGGGAACACGTTGCAAACATTCCGGAATGGTATCCGCAAAAGACAGTTTCACCTCGGCAGCAGCGTCGTACAGAGCCTTGGGGATTGACATGCACATCTCATGCATTCGTCCAGCAATATCCCAACATGGAGCGCTCGGCTGACTGCACACATGACGCACTTTTCCTTCACTGAGCCAATACCGCCGTTTAAAGTGTCCTCGAACAACGGACACCGATGGCCAGTCATGTCTCACAGTGTCGTCGTCGTCATGTGGGGTGATGGCAACGGTATCATTGTCCTTATTAGAGAACGCACATACAATGCGCGCAACATCCGCAGAATAGATCCACGCGTCATGCCACGGGATAACCAGATGCACTTTCTCCACCGGAGTAGTTGTAGTATCAAACACGGCGCGTCCGAAAATTTCCAGTGTGCTCTCCACGTATTGGTCGGACCGCTCCATGTTCACCGTATAGGACACCGTACGGTAAAGTTGCGACGCAGCGATGATTGTTGGTGCCGTGGTAGGATCCACATATTCCACAATAACAGACTCGAGTTTCTGAACATCTTCAAGGGAAGAAAACAACAACCCTCCAATAATATTCCAATGGTCGTTTGTAAAGTCAGAGTGGCAATCGATGGCGAGGATAGGTGCTGCCTCCACACTATCTTCTTCATCCTCCTCTGACCCTCCTCGAAGAAAGACAGCAGGTTGATTCGTCTCCCGAGTGCAAAACTGTAACTCGAGTGCGTGCTTTCGAGGCGGTATGGTTGCATGATCGGCCTCATACATGTACCGACCGACACGCAGCACAGATGGGTACGGCACAACATCGGTTGCCTGTACGGCGGTACACTTCAGCAGCGTTGACATGTGTGTGTGTCTGTACACGAAGAAACCAATATGTGCACCTTGTTCTGGAAAAAAAGAGTATATATTTTCACAAAACTCGAGTGCGTTATTCTCGAGTGCGTTCTGCAATGGTCTGTGCCAACCACAACGATGCGCGGATCAAGAGCTTCATCCCTGCAAGTAGCACAAGTACATGCCACATGGAGTCCACTATGCATGCGACGGGCATGTTCTGTGTTGCAGAGACGTACTCGCACATCTTGTGGACGCCACTTTGCGATCCCAGGATGAACACGAATGTACCACCGTCCACACGCCACCCTGCCGCACCATTCATGTGCTCATTTGTTGCCGTTCGCTCTGACACCGTTGAGTGTGATGTTTTCCACACATACAACCAAACTAAGCATATCAGGAACGAGAGAACACTGATCCCAATGATGATGTCGGCACCCGCCAACGCAAGGTGACTCGTCACTGCGAACACGTAGATGGCGATACTAAAAGGAGTACTTATCGACCAAAGGATGGTCCAAAACTGAATAGGCAACTCATTACTGCTGTATAAAACCATTCCGAGTGCCGTCATGAGCAAGTTGACACTGCCCATGTCCATCATCAAAGGTGCTATCCTCTCCATTCTTCTCTTTTGCTAGAATTCGCCGCGGCACAGGCACGACGCGCTAAAAAACAATATCCTTTTTTTCTTTTGTTTTTTTGTATTCCCTCTCTTTCCCACACACTTGCACCACACACACCCGTCGCTCAATGTGTGTGCTACAACGTTGTTTCGTTTTACTTGCTCACGTACACATTATATTTTTGCACGAGAAACGCAGGTGTATCTATTTTTTGCGCATGTACAACCGCTTTTTGTATAAAAAAACATAAAGAAAAATATTGAGAAATATGCGTGTTTGTTGTTTGCGTGAAAATGGCCCCTCATTTATTTTTACGTGTCTGTTGTATATTCTGCATCTACGAGAAGGAGAGAGGAGTGTGATGCTGTTATTGGCATAGAGAAAACGATCTCGTAAAAGGCGTCTTCGCGTTCGGCGCCTTCGACGATGTCGATGTATGCAGAAGAACGGCAATCTCCCCGCCATTTCCCTGACAAAATCTCACACAGCACCTTGTACGCGTGGCGTCGGTTCCACCGCAACCAATGGTATGTATGGCGATATCCCCAGCATCGATCTCCCCACGTTTTCCACGGCAATGGTGGTGTGTTCATGGTGTTCGCAGCGGAGCATTCCGTCGTCGCACATCGAAACGACTCGTGCTTTTGAGTCGCAATGCGCTGTTTTCGGAATCGTCGTTGAAATTGGGAGATACGGTGCTCCCACAAGTGGTCCACAAATCCATGCTCGCGCGCCGCAAGATAGCACCGCACACTACCGACTCGGCGCAAGTGCAACTCTCGGTCCAGTGGTCTAATTGATTTCTGATTTCCTTTCTTCTCGGAAAGGGTTGAGTGCCATATTTGAGGTATATACTGCAAATCTACGCGCTCGAATCGACGATACAATTCAATGAGTGTGTCTAAATGAGCCAGTACCAACTGAAGCGATTCGAACAAGTTGTGTTCGATGCAACGTGCAACCGTTTGCGTAACATCATCAAGGTCAGTCATAAACGTTGCATGCTGTAGGTGCAGACGTAACAATTCTGGGTGGTAACAGCACTGTTTTGCGTATTCATCCCATGTCTCAAGTTGCTTTAGCAGTGGCTGTAAGAGTTCGTTACGATCCGATGAATATAAACGCGAAAGATCGGACGCGTTAATATCTTCAATACCTACCGGCATGCGGACCTTGCGGAACATAGCACGTACGTATCTTGTGCGTGTGTGCGCCCTCAAAACGCGCGCTATCAAAGAAAGGCATGTACGTATATTATGACGGCGTGGCATTTTACATGCGCTAAATTTTTTTTCTTGTGCATATCCAGAAACAACACGTGTGTGCAAGCACACTTTTTTATTCTGGACAGATAGATTCCCCCTACGTATAAAAGGGTGCCCGGGACAACCGCCGATATGGAGGATACGACATCACGTGCATTCTTGACGCCGAAGCGTATTCAGTCCACGGTTATATGGATTGTCGTAGTGGCCACACTGTGCGCCATCATTGCAGCGGTTGTGAAGCGATGGAAATACGTTTACATGTTACCACGCGCGACTCGATGCGTGCCTTTGTCAGAGTACCCGTTCCAGACGGGAGATCTGATCATTGTCTGTACAGAGACGCGAAAGGAGGGCTTTTTCAACTTGAGCGTCGCCATCAAATTCTTCTGCGGCACGCCATGGAATCATGTCGGAGTTGTGTATGTGGATCCACACACTCAGGAACCCTACCTGTGGGAGATGGTGGGTAGTGGTCTCACCCGCTTAATCCCCATATCGGACATTCCAGATGATCCATTCGCTGCGCACTACTTTGTCCGATCCATCAACCGGCCGTGCGACCCGTCCACCATGCAATGCGTCATGCGACAGCAATGGACCAATCAATTCAATTATGATATCATGATGCCATGGTACAGTCGACATATGAGCAGTGTGACGTGTGCCAATGGCGTGCGCTGGGCCAATGGCCGGCAGAAAACGTGCTCGCAACTTGCGGCCGAAGTGTACCAGGCGCTAGGGATCATGGACTTTACGCATACTGGCGTGGACGTTTCCGAACTGTTCCCAAGCGATTACGCTGGAGAAAATGGTACTGGTGGAAAAGCAAGATCGGATGGTCGTAGTAATAACGCTGGTCAGCAGACGCCGAACGGTGCGCTTCCGATGGTTCGGGGAGCGCAATTTGGGCCTCTCGTCGAGTTAACCTTTGCGCGGCAGGCAAATCCTCGTAGTAAGCAAAACGATTAACAGCATCATATTGTATATACATATATCACACTGTACAAAGAGGACCGCAGTACGTACAACAGTACTTTTGCCATGGACTTGTCTACTATATATACACCACTCTTTCATATTTACAGCCTCTTAGACGATGGGGACCCAACTCTCGTGTACAGGGTATGCGTCCTTAAAGTCTGCCTCTGAGAGTTGCATCAGAACCTCAGGAGAATAAAATACGTCATCACTCTGCATCTTCGCAAAGTCGATAATACACACGCAGAGATTATCTGGGTCGCGCATCTGTTCGCGCCAAGTAACGTATTCCAGTGGGTTGTGCAGCGTCTGCGGTGCGGACTGTGTAGTGCGGTACGCCAGGATGCCACCACCGCCTCGTTGGTTGTCCGCGTAGTACATGCGCTCAAACGCGGCCGCCCACTGCATCGTGCTCGTACACTTGGTGACTATCGACGTTGTTGCACGTGAGGGGACTGCATCGTCGTTCTTGAGCCACACACCATAGTCTCTGAACCACGCCCACACCTGCTTCTGAACAAACAGTTTGCTCACGTCGACGTGCTCCAGAACAGAAGACGATAATTGAGCATCATTGAGACTCGTAGAATTTGCACTTTCAAAATATGGACGGGTGTTTGGGGTCTCGTTCGAAACCCAATGCCAAAGGGCAGCACCGGCGGCGTCGGGCAGTGATTGGGCGCACATACGCGGTAAAGGTTTCGCCGGAATCGGCTTCTTGAGCTTAAAGACACTCAAATTTGGAACGTGATTCAGTCGCTTCGACCGTGGGCGCGGGTCAGACGTAACACGGTCCACCTCTTGTTCTCGAGTGTATCCATTACGACGAACACGGGCCGATTCGGCCAAAAGCTTACTAATACTGACTTTCGGTTTGCTTGCTACGCTCAAAAAAGATGATGAGTCGCTGCGGCAGTTGTTGGGCCTATCTTCGTGCGACCGTTGGGAAGCAGCATCAGATGCTGAACTCTGTAACGAGGCCGTGCAAACATCGGTGCTGGAGTCATCGCTACTGCCGATTAGTGGAATTGCAGCGCTATTGGGCGATGCGGATGACATATATTCACGCACACATAAAAAGCATGTTGGATTATTATTAATTAGTAGACGGAGATATCAGATGCCTCTGTCTCACAACATATGTGTATAGGCATGGCGAAAACTCGAGAAAGTGTGATGTCCCTGTTCACATCATATCCTTTGTGAAGTAGACATCACTTTCCCGCCCTCTCTTTCTGTTTCTTTTTCTTTGATCACCTTTGGGAACGCACCACATGTCCGAGCAAGAGCAGCAGAAGCAGGTGTTTGAGTCGATGCAACAGGTCGGTCATCGCGTCGGAACGGACAAGGTCACCTATCATGGCTACCACCAAATATATCAATCTCACATCGACAATCAACGCGGACTCGCCGAAACATTGAACGATGCATCCCCGGCTATCTTCGAGGTGGGGATTGACCGCGGGGCGTCCGTCGCATTGTGGCGCGCACTCTTACCCGCGCCGCGCTGGAAAATTCTTGGTATGGATATTGGCGTCGAACATGTCGACGAGAAGCAGTGCTTGAGAATTGTGAAGGGGGATCAAAGTCGCACAGAGGACCTTCGCCGCGTTGTTGACCTCGTTGTTCGAGAACACCAACATCAGGTCCGCATCGTCAACGATGATGGATCGCACATTCCGGAGCACCAGATCCTGACCTTTGACATACTTTTCCGCGACATGTTGCAACCGCGCGGGGTCTACTTACTCGAAGACATTGAGACGTCGTACTGGACCAAGGGTGACTGCTATGGTTACCCAACGGCGTACGGGTTCCGGCATCCACTCTCCGTTGTCGAACAGTTCCGTTCGATTGTGGACGTTGTGAATATGCCAGTGATGAAACCCGATGACCGGCGCGCGCTACTCACCACGGCAAGTCGCCAAACGGGCATATCGCCTGAGACCTTGTCGGCAATCGAGTCTATTACCTTTGCCCGCAACTGCATCATCGTTACCAAAAAGGGTCCCGACCACGCTGCGTACGATACTCGATCTTATCTCAACGCGCATCATTGGTAAAGAAGAAGGCGACGACAACCAACAACCCGCAACCATACCGTGTATGTATTTATATATATGCATGTTTGTGTATGTACAAGTTTATGTACAGATATAAAGAGACAGAATAAATTCTCCACTCTCATGTGCTGCTTCCATCGTACACGTGCATACAATTTGCGTCGAAATCCAAACACGTACATCGTCCGAACAGGACCACGGCACCCAAGAGCATGCAAGACGGAGACAATGTGTTTGGTAGCGTATCTATCATGATGGTCGTGTCCTGTACCACGCGTGTCATGGGTATGGAGGAGAGCGCGGGGCAATGTTGTGTGATCGTAACAGCAGGCGAGTGACGCAACCAGGCGTCCCGTCGAATTGTAAGGTCCACGACACCACCCGTCTGCGTTTCGAGCCCGACGACGATGCACGGTGGGCGCTCGTACTGCTCCAATGTGTCCCGGACATGTGCATCGGACGTCGTCAGACACGGATGTGTCCAGATGTTACTGTTCAACCAAGCGATACTGCGTCCATCGTTTCGTTGCATGGTCTCCACCATCGATTTGTGAAATGTAGAGTGCACAGCAATATGGGCGCTTTGGTTGTCCAACATGGCAAACAGTTGACCACTCTTTGCGCGTCCAGCCGTCACGTCTATTTCGCGGCCATCACCACGAACAATGGCTAGTTTGCGGACGCGTACGACTGCGGTCGTTGCGGCCCACTCACCGATCAACCCAAACTGCACGTCCAGGGTCGGCGGCAAATTTTCAATATCCTCGCGTCGCCACAACCGAACAACTGTGCTCTTATTGTCCTCTCCGTTGTCGACTCGCGCATCATGGTCACGAGATGAAACCCCTAGGAGTGTCGGGATATTTAGTGCGTCGTGCGAGACGTGTGTTACGCGTCGCATGTCCATCAATATGCTCGCGCTGGAGATTGTGTTTGCACGTTTTAGAGAATATAGGAGGCCTGTTAATGTGCGATTCACGGCCATCATCGAGTGATGTAATTGGTAGAACTTTCCAATGAAGATGTCCGCGGCCGCGCTTTTACCGACCATAGATGTCGCCACCGCCACCGGTGTATCGGGTGGAATTTGGACACGCAGCGGCGCCACACTGACTTCGCCGTCCGTTTCTTCTTCTTTTGTGCGCGGCGGTTGTTGTTGTTGGGCAACGAGGGAAAGTTCACAGCCCAGTTGACCGAGCGTCGACGTGTAGCCTAACAACTTGCATTCTCCGCCCGAAAAAACAGACTTCTTTTCACCTACGTCAGTATCGCGGCTGCAACAAATATCGATGGAGCCCCATGGTGAAGACGTTGCCAGATCACCCTTTGCGCGCAAAATACTATTGTGCACGTTCAGAGCAAACAGTGCGGCAATGGGTGTTGTTGTTGCTGGTGGCTGTGTGTCACTGCAGGTTGCCGCCACTATGGTACTCTTCTTTTTTTCGGCAAACGTGAACGGATACAGGAAATTGGAAGTGGCTGCACACCATACACCTCCCACAGCAACGACACCACCACTACCATCGGTTGCCGCCATATATGTAGCGTGACTCGGCGGTGTTATGGGTTGGTTGAAAAGTGAGCAGCCAGCGCGTGGTTCACTTTTCGGGAAGTGTGTCCTTTTCAACACGTATGCGTTTCACCCCCAGTATATAAATCGAGCCAAAAAGCACCCCCAAAGAACCAAAGAATTCTCTCTGGGTCTAGTTTTCTATGTATGTGTGTGCATGTGAGTACAAAAAATGTTATACAATAGATAATGTATGACCAACTCCAGGATATGTTTGCCACTCGGTACGACGGTCGCGTTCAACTCCATTACGCGTGGCAGCAATGGGGATGCCCACTAATTTCCACTCACGATCCGCCTCCGAATACCATGGCACATGGACCCACTCATCCGCGTAATTCGCGCGTGCGTCAAAGGCGGGAGCGCGCAAATACACAAATCTTGTGTTCGTGCTTCCCTCTGGGACACTCAGGGAGAAGCCTGCGGACAAAAATCGGGCGATCAATGGTTTGAACTCGGCACGCTCCAATCGCTTCTGATCGTCCAAGAGCGCCGCCAAACGGGCACATTCCGCCTGAGATGTCATTTCGCGCACGAGAGTAAAAATAGGTGTGTGTTGTGATTACACGTATGCACGTCGTAGTATGCGGAAGACAACGGCTCTCTGGTTTCGTTGTCCCGTTTTATCATCATGTTGGTTTACATAGTTCGTAATGCACTACCTCGAGTAATTGCACCGAGGGCGGTGACCATCGTGTTCGAGCGCATGCGTGCTTTCCTGTCCAGTCGAGGCAGCCGCCTTATTATCATCCCATGGGTCTGTTTCGACCAAATACTGTGATTTGGCGGCGGTCTTGAGGTGTCGCGGCATAACCACCGCCCGTTGCCCTTGCACTGGAATGGTGATATTGTTTGATTCGTGCTGTAACAGATACTGCACGTACATGTCATTCTGCTGCGCCGACTGTTGCATCATTGTCAACACTTGCGTCTGTGATAGTGCGACCGACGGACGCGGTTGGGTCGGGTCCTCCTCGAATCGCACCGGCACACTCTCTGCCATCATTGCTTCTGGTGGTGGTTGCCGATACTGGTCGATCCTTCTTGGCCCCTGCTGATCGTCTCGTCGTATAATGGGTGGCGGTGGCCAGGTTCCTTTTTGAGATTGAACGACGCGCTCTGGAGGAAGAGAAAATGGTGCATGCGTTGTCGCAACTTGAACTTGTTGCACGGACATGGCTGCATCGGCCAGTGGTCCCCAACTCTGATTACTCTCGTGAATGATACTTGCATCCGGCTCGTTGGTTCCCATGACATTGTACTGATAGTACTGTTGCTGCTGCTGTTGTTGCTGCTGCGATATGGCATTGGTGTGCGGTGTCATCGTTGTGGTGTCTACATATGGAATCGTCCATTGCGGATGATGTGATGGTTGTGCCGCAAGTTCTGGTGGTGGGTGTTGTCCAACGTAGTGCGGTGGCAAGGCCACATTATTAGGCAATGGAGGACCGGTGGGCAATGACTGTTGTGAATGAGGGATTCCATACTGATACTGTGGTTGTGCCACAGGCGCCCCCACGGCTGGTTGCCATTGCTGTTGTTGTTGTTGTTGTTGTTGGTGGTGGTACTGTGGTTGCTGCTGATATGGTGTGTGTTGGCGATGGTGTCGTTGCATGTGGCGTTCTTTTCTGTATACGCAACAGAACAAAACACCTTTTGCTTCGGGTTTTCACGATCATGACGTCGCGCACGCATTTGCACAATTATACCGGACGTCCCATTCTGCTCATCTCGGAGGCCACCAGTGCACGTCCACTGCCAGATTCTGTTCACACGAGGCGGCTACCCGTGGAAGGGTTTCTTGATATTTCGTGGCCACCTCCAAGTGCTACTGTTCTGCAACAACAAGCAACAAGCAACAACGCTGCTGTGGACGACTACAATACGATCGTAGTACCTGTGTCAGATTGCCGGAATGCACCCACCGATACGTTTGGTTTACGCTCCCTGATCGAAGGATGTGTCTGTCCCACGGATGCGGCAGTTCTCGTTCTTGATGTTCCCACTGCACTCGTACTCAAATTGGCGCAGGTGCATCACGGACCCATTTACGCACTGGGGCATGCGACGACGAGTTTCTTTGAAGACGACGGGTTCTATCCAGTCTACGCGCTTGTTCAAGTACAATAAAAACATGTAACGTACATTCATCATACCGGTTTTTACATACCGCTAACAAAGTCCTCCGGGCGCGTGGGTGTATCAGGCTGTTTCCGTTTCTTTCGTGGAGGAGCAGCAACAGCATCTGTTGTTGACGACGGACCCACGACGCGTTTAAATAACGTTTGTTGCTGTTGCCGACCGCCACCGTTCTTCCGCCCACCGGCGGCTCCCTTCGTTCCTGCCGGCACCACAGCCACACCCGTATTGTCATCACACGTGTACGCACTTGGTGGCAATCGCAGATGGAGATCGGCGAGAATGACTTCCATCGTCGCGCGTTGCTTTGCGCGTTTATCTTTGCCCTTTAGTGGTCGCAAGCAGGGAAGAAGATCCTCGCGACCAATCATACGCAACAAGCAGTCGGCCACGAACTGACACGACAAAAAGTTGACACGATTGTGCGGTCGGTGCAACTCAAACGGGGTCTGGATGGCGCGGAATAGCAGTTTCAATTTCCACACCTCCTCGGGACTTAATTTAGGAGGAGGTTTTCCCGTGATGCGGCATGTGATTTGCGATAAGTAGTCGTAGTACTTGCGGTAACTGAGACGCTTGAGCACCGCATTCACGTGTTGGTGGTTGACCTGATCGGGTGCAACACCGTCCTCCTCGAGTCCGCGCATCACATTATCCATAATAATGTCGGGCACGACACCACTCTCCTGGTACATGAATTTTGACAACCACTCCACCCAATGCGTGTACTTGCGGTACGAGAAGGAGTTGAACTCAACATCATCACCGTACGCCATGGCCGCAGTCGTCGCGTCCACGTACGGACTACCAAACCCACATGTGTGGCACATGATCATGGATCCGTCCGCAGACAAGCGCATTGGTTTCTCACATGTGGGACAGGTGTCCGCGCTGAGCACATGAATCGCCGCGGACGTGCCCTCGACCTCGGCCATGTAGTCATCCAAAATATCCTGATCCGTCCACGTTGGCACATTGGGTCCATTTTTGACAGTATTTTCTTGGCCGCTACGCAGTGGCGTCGAGTTTTTGGGGCGCTGCTCCCACGCGGTCAGTAATTCAAGATAAGGGTGCGCTTTGTATTCGTATTCGCGAAGAAACTCACCACTTTCGTGTTGTGCAAGTTCCTTTTCCAATTGCTGAATCTCTCGATCGATGGCACACCTGCGGCGATACGCGTATGGACCCCGCTGTTGTTCCCGCAACACCCCAAGGTGCTCTATGCGTGCGCGAATCAGAGGCGGACGCTCGCGCTGTTGTTTTCGTAGCACCTCCGAGCGATCTTTGATGCGATCGCGTAATAACTGATGTGCGGGCAGGCGCGGGACTTTGTGTTGCGACGGCCGCTTCGCGACTGCCACGGTGGCTTTGCGCTGCGGTGGTTGTGCCTGCAGTGATGGCGGCATCGTGGTGGTACAAGTCGCACCTGACGGCGACGAACCAGCGGTCGTATCCATATATACAAATAGTACCAGGTCAACGCCTACGAGTACGCGACACATTGACGGCGTCAACACACCCAAATCTCTGGGCACACACATACATCTACCATTTCATCTCCAAATAAGAAATATGCCATCCATACTCTAATCGATGGGAAGTAGTAAAATACACAGAAAAATACATTTGTGCGTCTTTTGCGTTTATCGACACGAATCTGCAAATTATAAGTTTGGAAATGCACTTGGATCCATTCTGATCAATGGGAACGCTAGAGAAAGAAAACCTACTGAGTTAGTATGTACTTGGTGATTCGCCAAATAAATCGCGAATGCACGGGTTAAATAGTGAGAGTGCACCGCCTCGAGTCGTCTGCATTCTAACAACTCGAGTGCGAGCGTGTATGTGTATATATCCTCAAAAACATTCCCCAGCGATACATACACTACTCTCACTTGACAAACTACACTACCGAGGGAAAAAGATGGACACGCTTGTGACCGACGTGGAGAGACATCTTGTGCGCGTGTATGCGGCGTCCCGTGCACCGCTATTGGCTCTCCTGTGCCGCCGTTGGAGACGCTATTTATTTGATTCCAAGGAAAAGACGGACAGCAACGAGCAGCAATCATCGGTGGCTGACATGAACATGGCCCTGCATGGAATCCCTTTTGACTTTTGCTGGCGATCAGCACCCTCGCTAACATCAGAGATGCGGTGTTATGAACCACCGCACGAGAAGTCTTCCATTGACGCAACAATGTTGAAGTGTGCAATCGACGCAACATTACTGGCCGTCGCACGCGATGGCAACGTCGGCCTATTTCAGTGGTTGACACAATCGCGATCGGCAACAACATCAACGACAGTGTGGCAACGTTCGAAACGACGTAAGATGAAGACGGCAATTATGGCGGCGGCTGCACGCGCAGGTCATATATCTATCGTAGAACTGGGCTACGAACAGTGGCACGTCCACAACGTCTCACTTCCCATGTACAACGCCGCACGCGGCGGACACGAACATATTGTGCGCATGTGCCACCGACGGTGGGGCTCATGCATGGACATGAATGAAGTGATGGCACAAGCCGCACGCGGTGGACACGAACATATCATGCGTCTCTGTCACGACGATTGGGGTCATCGCGAAGAGATTGATCGTGTTATGTCTCACGCTGCGCGAGGTGGGCATGGGCGATTGGTATGCATTTGCTCGGAGGAATGGGGTGCATTGGACGCTAATTGGGCCATGACGGAGGCCGCACGTGGCGGTCACGAGAGTTTGGTGCGATTTTGCAAGGATCGTTTGCGTGCAACGGATGTGGACGGTGCCATGCGGGAAGCCGCACGCGGTGGCCATGAGCGGTTGATGCGTATCTGTTATGACGAATGGGGAGCACGGGATGTACAATCCGCCATGGCAAAGGCTGCGCGCAATGGGCACGAACGACTCATGCGCATTTGCCACGACGAGTGGAAAGCAGCCGCGAATGGTACCGCCGCCAACGATGCCATGTCGGAAGCAGCCTTTGGAGGACACGACCGACTTGTGCGAATTTGTCACGATGAATGGGGCGCTGCAGACGTAGATCGAGCAATGTCGCACGCTGCACAACGTGGACATGAGACCATTATGCGGCTGTGCAAGGAGCAATGGGGCGCCACCGATGTTGACCGTGTCATGCGAGAAGCCGCGCGCTACGGCCAGATACACATCGTTCGTGTATGTCATGAGGAATGGCACGCAACTGCCGTGCGCGAGGTTATGATAATTGCCGCCAACATGGGTCACAAGCACATTGTGCGCATGTGTTACGATGAATGGGGTTACAATGCCGCGGAGACTGTTGCCGGGGCATTGTATTTTGCACACGTCAACGGGCATATGGACATTATCGATATGTGTCGCGCGTGGCTTCTACCACACGCTGGCACACCGCCACTGGGGGTAAACGGTTCCATAGTAGCAGTGTAGATGATACGGTTGGTGCGTAATGGTAGTTACTACAACGCGTGTAAATTCATTCGCCAAATGAACATTCAGTTAGTGAGTGCATATGCACTACTTCGAATCTGATTATGAACACCTCACAACACACACAATTTGTCTCTTCGCATATATATATATAACAAACGGCGACGACACCGTACTAAATATGGACGACGTGTTGTTGGACCAACGCATCAATGCACGCCTCGGCGCGTTTCTTCGAAAGTATACAGATCCCGTCGGTGCAAAAATCGTCCCACCTACTCTCTTGGCATCTCCGACATCGCCAATAGCACCACCTGCGGCGGGTGTACCAACGACACCCGTCCTCGGTGCGGTTCCGTGTCCGTACGATGGTGTGACCGCATGTATCGCAGCACCAAAACCCAAGACCGTGGTCGACGTGACATGTACAAACTCATCCGCAACACAGCAATTAATCGACAACAGCAACCGGCGGCGTATCATATGGTCCGTCTTGTTAATGGGGGCCGTGGGAGCACTCCTCGTGTGGATTATACTGACGCTCGTACGGAATCGACGACAGTTGTCGGGCGACAGTACACCTCCTACACCGCCGCAACGCACCACACAGCACTATTCCGTTGGCGGCGGCGGAACATCCACTCAAAGTCCTCATCAACCACCACCGTTGACACCACCACAGCAATTGCCTCAGCAAAGAGATGGTGCAGATGACAACAGTGATGAACATCATGGCGAGACCGAAAAGCCACGCAAACGCAAGTTGAGTGTCGCGCTGTTGTAGAGTGGTAAATGTACTGGGTCACACCATGCATACTGACTGTAGTCCGCTTACATATACATACACACACAGGCACAAAAAATCCGTGCCCGCAAAAAAATGTGTTCTTTGTATATAATTCAAACACAGACCTTAGACGGAAAGAAAGAAAGGGAATTCGTGTTCTTCAAGAAAGCCGCGAATAAAAAATGGCCAACAACAACGGACAATATCAGGAACTATTCTTGTCCTCTACCCCAACAGAACGCACGTGTGGAACGAACGCAACGTATCGAAAGTATCTGGTCATGCACAACGCATTTCACTCACTTGGAGTGCGTGACATGCGTCAAATTTTTCACCACATGCGCACCTTTGAGGGCGTGAACGAAGACACATTCATGCCACACTACGGAATGACGACGGGTGAGTTTTCGTGCTTTAAAACATTGACAGAACAATGGCGGCGCGAGACACCTGCAAAAGCCAACAACACCTTTTAGCAGCAACTACGACAGTTCGCGCATACATGTATATAATATAGTCATGTGAGATGTGTGCAGCAGCGTGTGCGCATTTTCTCAAACTAACATATGTCACCACGCGATTTGCCACTGGGGAAATTAACATCGTCCTACACCCTCTCTACAAGTCGTTCAATATCATGTGTTGCGAACGAATCAATCGCTTCCTGTGCGGACCTCCATTGACCATCAAACCGGCCTGTTATGCATTATTTGCTCTGGCCGTACTGATGTCGCTATCGTGCGTCGTATTAGGAGCAATGAGCTTTGACTTTGACACAGTCATCAAGTACCCCTTTGCCGGGTCTCTATTTTGCGTCGCACTAGGACTTCTCATGTTCTTCTTTGGTAGGACAGAGGACATTGAGTACATCGAATAGAAAACTCGAGTTGTACGATATTATTGCAATTTTTATTCATCATGTGTACACACCTTCCTCAAAAATAATGAGTCGTGTACACAGATATGTATCCACCTGCACCTGGTGTACCGATGGACATGACACCATACATGCTTTGGAGGAACATATGAAGGAAGACGGTTGGAGTACTTTAGGTGTTATATATGTAAAATTCTTTAAAACTCGAGTTATTCATGTGGGTGAAATTTGAGACGTCTCGACTCAGCAGTGCTATGTACGAGTGAGTGGACCTGGTTCAGGCGTGATGAAGTTGATGCAGTGTTTTACCGTTTAGCGCACATACACATATGTCATCATTGGAGGCGGGACTGCCACTTTGTGGGGATACACCTTCTTCACCCCAACTGGAACCAGCAGCACCAGTTTTAGCGGCGGTTCCAAAACGACGCTCCGCGAGTGCCAAGCGAACGCAGTGGACCGACTATGATCATGTGACCTTGCCTGCTGACCGTGTGCGATATTTACAATTGTGTCACAATTTTTTGGTCAGTGGAACTAATAGTAGCGGGTCATCAGCATCGTCCGCCATGGTTGACGATAGTGCGAGTGTCGTATTCCCACGGTACGATTCTGTTGGTAAGGCACCGGGTCATATTGCTACCTATTCCATATCACCCCATGTGATTTCAACCGCCACCCACGGCCCTCTAGCGACAACTACTTTGTATGCCCCCGGATCGTCCACCAACAGTGACCATGCCGTCAACTGTATAGGTCCACAGATTTCTGGTGTCGTGTCCGCATGCTGCACATTTTGTAAGCGTCACATGACTGCAGCGACGGCGAATCCCGGTGGTGCTGCGTCATCCTTCTCTTACGCGTATTGTTTGCCAACTGCACCTCGGCCTCTTGTCCCGTGTTGTAAAGAGTGTTTCAGATCATCATCATCACCGACGGCGTAAGCCAAGTGTGCGCAGTGTCATATTGAATGTATATTGGTATCATGGTACGCTGATTGTGTCTCCGTCGTATAATATCATGGGTGTTTGAGGAACGTGTGCGCTCGGCGCACTAGTATATAAAGGCAAAGGGACGCGTGGTTGCATTGTTGTGTCTAGAAGAATTCGCATATCCCCACGGTCACCATATGATGGACGCAGCATCGGATACAACACAAGCATGGGCAGAGGCGTTTGACCGAGGTGGTGCGCGAGGCATGATGGATGCAGGGAGCGTTGCACCTCAGCAAGTCGGCGGAGGAACCGCGGACATGGATCTGAAGGTGCGCCAACTTATCGAACGCTCGTCGCGACCACCACCACAACCACAACAGCATGCGGTTCTACGACAGTCACCTACAGCAGCAGTATCGCGCCAAGGAGGAGGACCACTGCCGTTCTCTGGGGTGGATGCACCACCGTCCACAACAACGGAAGACGAGCGCCGGTCGCAGTGGTTACATGCATTAGTACGGAATCGGTTTTTCATCGCTACATTAACGGGTATTATTGTGGTGTTTCTGCTGATGATGATCAACCCCCCGTTTGTACAGAAGCGGGCCAAGTCGAAACTGTATCGCGCCGGGCCTGACGTCGGCAAGTTACTCCTGTACGGCGGCATTGGGTCGCTCCTTGTTCTCACGCTACCGCCATTGTTAGATGCACGTCGCCCGCGACGCGTTTTAGTGTAGTGGTGTGCCTAATGACACGCGCGCGCATGCACACACACATCGAATGTTTAAAAAAGTAAAATCATAGTGAATGCAGGAACAATAATAAGACTATACTCGTGTTAGGAACTGTCATAGTGTGTGCTTATGATTTGTATATACAAAATAAGAAACACATCATTTCTTTGACTGGAAACCTACATATATATATATATATATATATATATATATATATAGATACACAGCGACGTGTATTTGTGCTCCGTCGTGGAGAAGAGGAAAACAAACACACACTTTTGGGAGATACATATATGCAGGCAACATCAACGAGCACCGTATCTGTGCGTGATGCCACATTGGCCAGCGGGGGCCTATTTGTAGGTGTTTTCGCGACAGAATATGGACAGCAATTCTTACTGCACATGGAGAAAGTTGCCGAAACGTGTTTGCAAACACTGAGGCAAGTGACTGCACAAATCTGCCCTGATGATAGAGGCTCGTTGCAGCGTGGCCTTGCAAGCGTTGCCGATTGGGACGCGCCCACGCGGCATCAAGAGGCGCAAGGGGCGTTGAACAAGTATCGCGACTTGGACGCGCTGTATCGCTCCGTGCTCATGGACTATGCGAACCAAATCACACGCGCAACACCTGTCGCAAACTTCTACGGGAGAGACTTGAGTGGCGGCCATCACCACCGAGGGCGCATTCACCTGCGCATCCCGCCGTTCACCGAGTTTCTATTCGCGTACATGAAGACGCTCGCGTGTGGCGAACTCGTACAGAACTTTGTGTACTTTGACTCTACTTACTTTATTGAGCGCAAGATCGCGCACATGGATGCAGCGAGGCAGGCAATGGCACAGTGCCTGCAAGGACGCATCCAGTTTACGGGGGAACCGTCCACTACCGCCTCAACAAAGCCAACGACGTCGTCACAAATCGCAATGGACGAGCGACGTGCATCCTCCGTCGTCACATTAAGCAGCAATAGCGGCGGCGGCGGACCGGTTGGCAGCATCCATGCAACACCACATCACCATCAGCAGCAGCACCGGCCAGGGGCGGGCACAACGCCAGCATCACGTGCGGCATGGAACCATCGTCACGAAAGCGATGATGACAATGATGAGGACGATGATATTCAACCCTCGGATAGTGTATCGCAGGCCGCGAGTCGGTATCATCGGCCAGTGTTTCATGCGCAACGACCGTCTGAGATGGCTCCGACAGGGTCTGCTTTCGCACAGGCATTGAACCGACAAATGACGGCGCCCATTGCAGCAGCAGCACCACCCATCAAGCGGCCGATGCCGCCGGCGTCAAGCAGGGATACGGCGACGACTCCCGCATCCGCAAATCTTTCGAGTAGCAGCAAACGTCGTATACCTGACACAGTGTCAGAGCCAGCAAACACTTCAAATAGCAACAGCAATAATACGAAACATGGAGGAACAAAGTCGACGCAACAGGGTGGCGCAAATAATAGCAAAATGCCACCCGCAAAGGTAGCGACACCAACACCACCCTCTGTGCAGCAGCAGCAGCAACAACATCCATCTATGCCGTCCACTGGCGGTCGTGGGGTAGGACAAATACCGGCAGCACAGCAACACTACGACGATGACATGTACCCGGAGGATGACGGTGGTGGGGAATTCTATGAGGAAGAAGATGAGGAATACGATGGCTCGTACGCATACCCGCCACCAGCAGCAACCACCAACAACAGTGGTGTACCAACACCACAGTCGGCGGTGCAACGATCCGCAGTGGCCCCGCGTACACCACCTATTAACAACAGCGCCGTCGGAAAAAATGCTCTTCCGGCGCCAAATGTGCCGTTGTCAACTGTCACAAATAACAAAAGCGCCGCTTCATCACTACCAAGCACTGCCACGCCAGTACCACCCGCCGCGGTACCAGAACTCAAACCGCAAAATACGACTCCTACGACAAACCATGACAATGATGAGGACGACGACGAAAATGCCGTCAGGGTTATTCGCATTTCCAAGTCGAGTAATAGCACACGCCGTAACGGCGGCGCTGCTACCGAACAATCAGAGGATGTTGGTGACCACAACGAGAATGACGGTGCACACGAATAGAATGCCTCGAGTTGTTGTTCTTGAGTTCACATCATCTCGAGTATTGTTGTATATACATGTATCTTATCTTTTGCGCGCCTGGAAATTCAGTGTACATCTTTTAGCACCAAGTTACGTCATAGCCCGTCCTCATCAAGACAAACTCTTCATGTGTATTTTTACATCATCTGTCGCAGAGGTGAAAAAGACTCGCATCTTTGTATGCCCGCTCGCGCAAGGACGTCAATTGACCGTCTATCAAAATACGGTCGTTCTGGATGGCGCACAGCAGCAACAACGTACAACGGCCATGATTTTACCGTTCCCACTTCCCGGCAACGTGGCCGCCAATCACGAAGACGGTGTCCCATTGGCGCAAATGGTGGATTTGAGTCATTATAAAGGTAACATTTTTGATGATTTGGATGCTGACTTTCCCATTTTGCGGTCCAATGGCGACGACGGATCCAGAGGCGCGACGCTTGGCTTTGCGACCAAGGGAGTTGCACCGCCGCCACTCGCAGTATTCAAGTGTGGCAGTTATCAGTACTCTGTTGCGCATTCTCTTGCGGATATTGATCGGTTACAAACCAACGTATTTCGCGTGGCACAGGACGTCCAGGTGCTCCTCAGTAAACACTACGCCACGAACTATGGCTTTCTCGTCTGCATCTGCGACAAGACGGGCGAGTATGAACCGATTGCTTACACGCACCCAATGTTGCACGGGTCGATTTTGTTCGCCCCGACGATGCACGATCATCATGAGAATGCAAGCTCGTCCGCGTACGCAGATTGGGACCATGTCATTTATACGATGAATGATGTCGAACCTGGTGTGACAAGGGGAATCCGATCCATCAAGCACACCACCCTGGAACAAGAGATTACGCTTCAAAATGTCAGCAGTTCAGTGGGGGCAATGGAAGGTCAGATTGCCTTGCCGGCCCAGGTGATGGCGCAGTTGCAAACCGCGGGCGTCGTTGGCCTACCAACGAACACGCACCGGCTCTGTTATCGGCGCTACATGATTCGTGGATCGCAACGTAACGGCGACCTAACGTTCCGGACGACGACATGGTTGGAACAAGTCTCGTCACGAGGCTGCACGCGTGAAGTGACTGGCCAGGCGTATTTTGTGCAGCCATGGTACGAATGCTTTACATGCGGCCTCGTCGATAACAATGGATTGTGTGCCAACTGTCGATTCGGGTGCCACAACGGGCACGACGTGCGATTCCGACAGGTGTCCCCTTTCTTTTGTGACTGTTCCAACACACATACACATGTGTAGTAATTTATGTAAAGTTCTCCTTACACAAGTACATGGTCTTTTGCTGCTGTCCATGTTGCACATTCACACTTTTCTACCAGCATACGGTAATTGACTCTGCATCGGGAAGGAATTCCTCGCCTCCGTAAAACTCATGTCTTCGATTGTTGCTGCTTGTGTGTTGCACTCGGACAAACTTTTCAATTGCTTCAAGACGATACAACAACGTATCCATCTCGTTCTCTGAGAGGCCGCTCAAATAATTACTATCCGCGAAATCAATGTCTACGGCATTGCCAACCTTGCGATTCTTCGAATATATATGACGCTTAAAGGCGTCATAGCATGGCAATTCTGTGCCACATTCATCTTCCTCATTGCTAATTTCCTTCCCATCATCAAATTCAAATGTCATTCGTCGAACGCCCTGCTGTCTAGCCGCGTTCGCCGCTGCACGACCGATATGACCGCACAAATATTTTACATACGCAAACACTCTTTCTTGATGCCCATCTTGTTCTGTGCGCTGCTCATTCGTATCCACATCTCCATGCCTCTTCGATCTGTTCATGTACGCCTCCCTTGCGACATCCCCGGCAGCACGGTAATACACCTTGGGTAGTTTGTTGCTCATTGTGTTCTCTCTTCTCACAACAACGGTACGCTCACTATATATACATGATAAGAACCTCCATGCATGTATCGCACACATTGATCAAATTGCTCGTCTTATTGTGACTTTTTGTCGACACGTATATACACTGCCACAACATCTCGAGTCGTCTCTTTCTAATATGGTTTCTCCTAACTTGATATATATGTATACACTGTCTCGAGGAGAGTGCGTGCAGTAACTCGAGCCTATAATGAAATGATCTCGAGAACAATTTCTTTCACATATATAGAGGTCAATCGGACACTGCATCCATGGCACTCTCGTTCTCGTTGTACGCAGTGAATTCACACCCGCACAGAGACCACAACATCGTAAGAAGATGTCGAGCAATCCAAGCGCGACCTTACCATCGCTTTCAGGCATTGCGGAACAGCAGCAACCGCCCAAGGTTCCGTTGGCCAGTCCTTCATGGAGCAAAACACCAGAGACGTTTGAGTCTGTGTGTCGGACCTACTATATCAATGATGTTAATGATGCGAGAACGCTCTCGACGTGGCAGCCGAGCGCAGAGTTGTGGCAAGCAACGCCCTCTCAGTTTACCTATGTGATCGATGGCCCGCGCCAATTCTTCATTTGCTACAAGGCCTTCCGCGTTGACGTTGACAGTGAACACGACCTCACGAAGCAGTTCCACAAGGCTGTTCCTGCTGGAACCGCGTGCAACGTGTTTTTCTTTGGAGCGAGCATTTTCGAACGCTCTCTTGGAGAGGATTTTAACTTGTTGGCATCTACATGGCGTCGCGACTGGACGGCCGAAGAGCGTGCACAGATTCGTGTCACTCGTGAGCAGAAGAAGGCCTCCAACAAGAGCAATGTTGGGACGAGTAATGTCAAGTGGCAGCACCGCCCACGTACCACGGTGGTGCGTCCAGTTGTGCTGGAAGCGCCCTCGCCGTGGATCGTGCCAGATACCGTTGCAGGATATGCGGACCTCGTACGCACCATGACGAGCGACCCTGAGAAGATGCGCAAGTACAGCGCCGCTCTGACGTTGTGGGAGACGAAAAAGACGCGGTTGCAGAACATGCATCACATTGCAGAACAACGACTCGAGCGACGCCCGCACATTGTGCATCTGGTGAAGTTGGCGGCATCACCCAAGGGCAATCCGGATTTTGCTCCCGTGTTTGTGAGTGAAGAGAATGAGATTGCCAGTATTTTACGCGATGTTATCAGTCGCCACGGCTGTTCTGCCCCTGTGAACACCAAAGTCAAGGAAGGGTGGCACGTGCACAAGGCCCGCTCCATTGTGTGGGTTCATCGTAGTAAGTGCTTTTGGAAGGTCGCAAGAAACTTACACCAGCAGCAATATCCAATTTGGACATGGCCCACATGGTCCACGCATGCAGACGGTAAGACTAACTATTATGCACCTGAATTGTTGTGTGCTCTCGATGACAAGGACGTGCCCCAGTTGGTGTCCCCTCTGAATGGTGACGCTACCTCTGCCAAGTAAGTACCTGAGGCCACGGGATACCACTGGTTTGTCATAGCATTTCTCGCCAGGTTCACGTTATATAGTAAAGGTAAAGAGAAAGAGTGATTGTTTGTCTTACAGTATATCCGTCTTTGTGCGTACGTATACAATATGGCAGAGACAGACGACAGCGACACCACGTATAATTTGCGCAAGTTTAAGATGAATAGTATGCAAGACGACAAGACAGTGTTACTGTTGGGAAAGCGTAACACGGGTAAGTCGACGCTCCTGGAGGACATTTTATACCACCTGTCCAATCAATTTGACATGGGGTTTGGCATGACTCTCACACAAGACACGGCACGATCCTTTCGAAAGTACATGCCTGACTCACTCATTCACAATAATGGCGTGGTAGAGGAAACGTTGGAGGCCATCGTGAGCATGCTGCGCAAGATTACAGAGGGCGATGAGACTGGCGCAGACAAGATCAAGGTCTATGGCGTCTTGGACGATATTGCCTCGCAAAAGGGCATCTTCAACTCGGAGACCATGCGCGACATCTTCATGAACGGTCGACATTATCACGTATTTTTCGTGGTTCTCATGCAGTACGTCATGGATATGGGCCCGTCCATTCGGTCACAGATAGATTACTTGTTCGTGTTGCGTAACACCAGTGTCGACGACCGTAAGAAGATTTGGAAAAACTTTTTCGGCATATTCCCCAATTTCGACGAGTTTTGCAAGGTGTTCGACGCCTGCACTGACGAGTTTGACTGCATCGTGCTCGACAACACGGTGCGCAGCAATCAAATCGAGGACTGTGTGTTCTGGTATCGCGCCAGGCCGAAACATCCCAAGTTCACTCTGTGCAATCGGGAGGCGTGGAAATTGCACTACCATTTTTACGAGGCCCCCAGTGTGGATTTTGACGACGACGGCTGCCCGATTCCCGCTCTTGCTGGCGCCAAAAAGAAACAAGAACTCAAAGAACAACAACATGGAGGAGGCGCGGCGGATACTGCTGCCACTAACACAGGAACATCGTCATCGTCGTCGCGAAATGGTGCTGGTGTGGTACCCCCCGCCGCGGACACAGCACCTGGTGCGGCAGGTGTTCAAAAGCGTCGTGCCGCCGCACGCAAAAAGGCCGCAAGTGCCTTTACCGTCAAGGTCATGAAACGAGACGAGAATGGCAATCTCATCATACCCGTCCCACCCCCAACGCCAGCAATGGTACAAGTCCCCGCAAGCGTGCCCAAGCAAGGTGCTGCGCCTATACGACCTCACCAGTAGTAGTACCTCGAAACGAACATAAATATTTGAGCAGTAATGTTATGTACACAGTATTCTCACTCTATAAACCATACACATACACAAATCAGAGACGGCAAGCAACGAATTTATTTTCTTATTTTGGCCGTCGCGGTGCAATATCGTCAATTGGATATGCCTGCCACATGGTCGATTCTGGCAAATACATACCGCTTTGAGGACCGCTTCCTGCATGCGCGAGCATGACAAAATCAGACCAGGCAGGAACAATTGTCAGAGGCGGTTTGGTGTCGTCCGTATCATTATCACCACGAGTAACCGTCACTGTCTTGCGCCGCACGATGCTGGCGCCACCGGGCGCGCGTACAATACCGTCTTCTTCATCACCCGTGTTCGCGGCCGCAGTACTACTAGCGCCAACAACTGCACGGCGCTGGGAAGCAAGTCGCGCTTCCGCCGATTGCACGTTCGCAACGTTTTGCTGCCTCGTTTGAACAGCCTCAATGGCGGCAGCAACGGGATCTACTAAGCGGTGACTGTTCGATTGTGCGGGTGGTGTTAGTTCAAGCGAGACTGTCGGAGGCGAAGGTGGTTTGGGTGGACTTGGTGGTGGTGGCGGCGGGCGATATCGGATCAGTCGAATAAGCAGCCCAATAATAAGCAGAGTGAGCACACCAAGCACACTAATAATAAGCCACCGCGGTAGCCGCTGCCACAGACCGGTATGGGGTGATACTTGTGCGGCTGCCACCGGACTCGTCGTTGTTGTCACAATCATTGCGGGGGGTGCAAGTGTCGCAGAGGACACGGCCGACGCCGGTGGTACCGCCGCCGCGATAGGAGGGACTGGTGTGGCGCCAACAGGGGGTCGCAATTGGATCAGACCTTGCGACGCCGGTGGGACCTGCTCGATCGCGGCAGGAGGTACGATACCAGGAGGCACAATGGGGGCCATGACAGGGGGTGCCGCCGTTGTTGGCACAGCACGTTGCGAGATTGGTGCGGCGGCTGCCGCTGCTGCGAGTGGAAGAGGAGGTGCCGCCGCCGCAACAGCAGGTGCACCAGGAACAGATGCCGTGGATGCAAGCGTCGCTTGCTGTGTCACCCGCGTCTCTGCGAGCACCGTGCTCAGCAAATCCCTCAATTGGTCCAAGGATGTGCCACCTGTACTCGTAATGTTAATATTCAACGGTAATGACGAGCCAGTAGGCAACGAGAGAGGCTGCGACGTCATCATTGCTGTAGTGATAGGCGTTGTTGGAACCGACGGTCCTGTGACGCGACTACTTCCAAACATCTCTGCCGCAGAGGGCACATACGACGTGGCCGGCGTGGGTCGTATTGTACCCCGTTGCAAATCAAATTCCATGATGTTGTGTGCTCAATAAACCTAATACGTGGTTTATACACGTGCACGCCTTTGGTGTACGTATACCCCGGAAAGACGGTCCCCGGTAAATATAGATGTACACAAAGCGGGGCACGATGGTGCCTTTCTCTTACATGTGTGTATGTACTCCACAATCACATATTATGACAACTCGAGTTGTGCTCAAATTAGTGACATATTTTATGGGTAGCGAAGTTTTGGACAACGTGTATACATACTACTGCGGTGACATCATCTTGATCCAAGTGTACATATACACAGAATCATTGTGTACACAACACACATACAGTGTTTACAGACGAGAGACATAACATCAGAATAACCAATTATAGCGTTAACTCGAGTTGCCATATCTCGAGTTTGTACATCAGGACATCTTGTCTCAACAGGTCATTACAACAGAAAGCACGCACAGTTCACCAGCGAACATACCTACCACACGCACAGCCATGGGATTTTGTCCGTGCGATTACCCTCGGACGTTCATTATTTATTGCGTGCTCTATGCAATCGGATTTGTTGGATTTGCCGCGTTGGTGGCGGGTGCAATTTGCTTGCCTGCGTTGCAAGCCAACGTGGCATCCCCTGCGTGTCAGAATCTTGGTGCACCAGGCGGCGCCATTGTGCTGATTGTTTTGGGTTCTATTTCTTTCATCATTCCATTGTACGGCCACATCAAGTGGGCGCGATGGCTTACGACAGATCCACAGGCCTATAATGAAGGGAACCATGGGAATCTCGATCTGATTATCATGTATAGTCTGCTTGCGGTGCAAGGCATTGCATGTCTTTTGGCAGGTTTAATTTGTTTACCTGCCCTACAGACGCAGGTCAATGTGCCTGTGGCGTGTCAAGGTATTGGGACTGTTAATGGTGCAGGTGCCCTCACTGCAGTTGGATCCGTGTACTTTTTGTTACCTCTATCTATATTGGTCTACTACATGTGTTGTCATATTCGACGCCGTCGTTATTGATGAACATTTTTTGTACACTGTAAAAACATAATATATACATACACACATACATGATTTTGAGGCATGCTCTTTTCTTACAGGCATCATTCAGTGGCTGTTTCGTTTGTCTTGTTTTCCTCGCAGTGATCGCCACTATCATCGGTCCAGCGAACGGGTGCGGCTACTGCGGATACATCGATACGGTAGCCCAGAACAGCAGCGCCAAGTCGTACCCAGCGAGTGTAGCGGATATCCTCTATATTCGTGCATTTAACAGTGTCACAACGATGATTGCGACGAACAAATTGGTTACGTAGTGCATCCCCAAAACGATTGTAACTAATCCGAATGCCTGCGTCGAGATGACTGGTTACTGTGTCAAGCGTGTTCACATATGTAATCCATTCCTTAACAGTACTCACAACGGACTGTTTCAAGTGCTGCTGGAAGAAGGCTTCATAGTGTTGCGCCATGTGGCTGCGCATCCGTTCCACCGGCAGGGGGTTGTCCAACGATACAATGTCAATCGCACGAGCGAGAGAGTGCAAATCTCGCAGCCATCCGTCTGCTACGTGGCTCTGTTCCGGGAATAAATAGCGCATGAGATCAACGACACATTCCTGATGATGCAGTTCAGTGATGAAAGCAAGACGACTCTCTGCTGTGAGTGCCATACACATAAGTGTTTTCGTCTCACGCAGAGTTTTTGTTCGGGTATGCTTTATCTGTGTGCAATAAACCGGACTTATATATACCCGTTGCACAATTGCCAAGTATATGCAACTCGAGAGGTCAAATACTCGAGTACTACGTGCACCTACATTGGTCGCGACACATTGACCGCACATCCCCGTAAGTTACCTACACGTATATATGGAGACATCTTCCTTTGTAACCACAACATCCGAGCCGACCCGACGAGGGTGGAAACGCAAACGTGGTGCGGATAATAACGCGAATGACGACACCACCACCACTGTCACAGACCATATGACGATGACTATGGCTGCTGCTACAGATAGCATGTCGGCGCCAGAAGACGACACGCAGTGTCCCTGTCCCGCAAAGCGACGCAAGATGACGGAGCAGGAGACTTGCAGTGATGATGATAATAATAATTGCATTGTGTCTCCCGCGATTGCAACTGGTGACGCGCCATCATCATCGGTGGACGCGATCATGGCGGAAAATGAGTTTTTGCGCGCCGAAGTGGCACGCTTGCGAACCAACCGAAACCAATGGTTCTCTTATGCGCAGCAGGTTGCTGTGGATGGTCATCAGTTGATTCAATACTACACATGTCTACAAGACGAAGTACATCGTTTAGATTCAGAGCTCATACGGCTACATTATAAGTTTCTGACTCTCTATCATGGGAAAATGGCGCCGAACCCAACCGAATTTTGTTCAACACTTCTTGTGAAAGAATGAATAATATAGTTGTACTAGGTGTAGGTCAGATATCCAATCTGCACAGGTGCCTTGCCACTTTTTCGCTTGCGCATGCGACATGTGACACAGAGGAAACTGCGGGAATGCGTCCACTTTCGGCACCAACAACACACTTCTGTGTAGCCTTCGGGTCGAGAATCGTGGTCATCATATCGGCGTTGCCGATCGTCACCACAGAGACAGCAGTTGCAGTCGCCATCGTACCCAAACTCTCGCGAACGAAATGTCCGGTCGCAATAATTACAGGAGCAGTGGCCGTCTGAATGTCGATCCGCCACATTTCCATTTCGGTCGAACATTATCCAGTAGGACATGTCTTGCTCTGTACTTTGTACCACGCGCACGCCTTGTGCAGTCGAAAGAAGATTGTGCGCAATATGACAAAAACGGCCTGTTTGAGACAAAATACGAGGTTATGGACATCTCGAGTGCGATGAATACATTTATATATTATACAATTTAAGTGGGTGGTGTCGATGCTTCAATGGACTGCGAAATGGCGGTTGCAATCTTCTTGACATCGTGAATGTCACCGCGGTCCATTGCCTGCTTCAGCATGGTACGCACAGCGTCGTCCTCAATACCAAGTCCACGAAGCATATCGTCTGGGTTTTGCATGTACTGGTTGGCCATTTTCTTCGTCTCCTTTGCTTGCGCCCCACTCTTGCTCGATCGCACACCGACACCTCGCGTGCGCGCCGATCGCAGCATTTGCAACTTTTGCCGACACAATTCTCTCGGCGTTGGGCCTTGATTTTGCTGCTGTTGTTGTTGTGCCTTTGATTGTGATGTTTCTATTGGTGGGGACGGTTCTGGTTGGGCGAAGGTTCTATTGAATGGGCGTGACGTATCCGACACGGTCGCAGGTGGTGCGTCGAGTACGTCGACGGGCTCGTCCGGATCCATTTGTTGAACGGGTTGTTTGTGTTGGCTCATGTGCGCTTCTGCGCTCACGGAGAGGTAATGTTGACACACCCTGGAATTATAGGAATGATATACAATTCTCGAGTATGACATGATCCCATGACGTACTACATCATTTCATGTGTATATACACACATCTATCACGTATGTATGTGTGCCTTCCATGTTTTCAATGCGCGCACGCGGGGAATGTTTGTTACATGTGTAATTGTCTATATATACACACAAAGACATACATGTAACTGGTTTTGTTGTCTGTCGGGTGGTGGTGTCTGTGCTTACTCGTGACCCTTACCACCATCCTTTTTCAGATAAATTTTGATACCCACCAAACCGAGCACATATACGACAGCACCGGCAACAATGACCCACAGGTTGGATGCGATGGCTTGGACGGTGTCTGCAATGGCAGTCGCTACACGTTGTAGCGAGCACGCAATACTCGATGGGTTGCCTTTGCATGAATTTCCAAACAACCACCGAACAAGGAAAGCAACAATAATGATTCCAGCCAGAATGGCCAAAATGCGCAGCAGATACGCCATGATGGGAGGGGACGCCCCCACTGCTACCGTCGTCGTGGAGGGAGGTGGTGCGGCGACTGGGGCGCTGACCGTCACCACATTGGATGTTACAGCGGGAGTGGTTGCAGCAGACATGGAACGGTGAGGAGTGATGTGGTTTGGACCGTTGTCGTCGCTTTTACTCTCTGATGCTGATTTGTAATATATGTACGACACTTTTGTCAACTTTCTGTTTTTTTCTCACACACACATATCGACACGCTATATATAATAAAAGACAACCACTCAGCACAAAAGGGGATATACACAGACGAAGACAAAAAGAATATCACTCATAATTAAGATTAACAAGATCACACGCAGACGCGGCAAATGTCTTCTTCGTTCCGGCATTATCCACATGCACAACCACCGTATGAGGATCCACGTTCATACTCTGCTGGTGGAAGTGCTGCCGGTACGAGTCGATTTCCCTGGAAATGGGTTCTCGGATTCGTTGGCGCAATGACACTCTACGTTCTGTTCCGAAAATGGCAGCGCCTGGCGTCGACATCGCGCATTGACCGTCGCGTTCGTGATCAGTGCACAAAGATTGACTCGTCCGACACGATCTTTGTGGCCATTTACGCGTACCGAGATGGGCGTGTTGCGGAGACCTTGGTGGATCTGTTCCACAAGGCCACCTGTCCGCGGCGCGTTTTCGTCGGCATCTACCAGCAGAATGGTCGCGCAGACGTTCATTGCATGGAGAGGTACCAGTCAACGTCCAAATACTACGGCTATCCGCTGTACACGGACAATATCCGCGTGTTAACCGGGAACGCACACGAAGCCAAGGGCCGTAGTTGGCCACTCGCAATGATCTTCAAGGCATTGTACCAAGGCGAAAAGTACAGTCTGATTCTCGACGCGGGCGCTCGAATGAGCCAGGATTGGGATGAGAAATGCGTCGTGCTGTACAACAAAACGATCGAAGTCAACGGTGGCGATCCGCGCACAATCATGACCATGACGCCCCCAGTACGCAGCGCGCTCTCCATCGTGAACGGTGTTGGTGGGTTCCCCACGTTTGCCCGATTTTCGCAGTGGAAAGAGGGTCACCTGCCATTGCCCGTGTTTGAAAGTGATGTTGTGTGCAAGTACGCCCCGTTGCGGTCCACAGTGACGTTCTATGCCGATATTTCTTTCCTGTTCGCTACATCGGCATTGTTTCATGAGGTCGCGTTCGACCCGCGCCTGTACTACGTCGACAAGCAAGATCTGAACACACTATTGACCATACGTTACTGGTCGCATGGTTGGACGGCGTTTGTGCCGGCGGAACTGTTGTGCGTACGCATGCCCGTCGCGGCACAGTCCAAATGCGAGTCTGACGTGGACAGGCCACCACCTTTGAAACAGCATCTCCGCGAGTCGTCATATCACGCCATCTATGCAATGTTAGGCATCGAACAGTGGCCTGGTGGCACGGGCATTGAGCGCGTGTTCGGATCTGCACGGTCGGTTCAGACATACTACGACGCCGCAGGCATGCACTTCCCGAAAAAGACGGTCACAGATGCGGCGCTTCTCGGCCTGTGGCACGCCGAGTGGATGAAGAACATGGCCGACGAAGAGATTGTGGCCAAGTATGGATCGTGGTCGGATGCTATGCATACTCGAGAAAAGATGCGCGACCACTGGCTCGGTACTGAGGAACACCCGTACGACCCTTTTTCCTCGCACCCGTAGTAGCAAGCACCAGTGTGGTTCTTGTTATGCTGCGTGAGTTTCTCTGTAACAAAATATAACAACACACTAAAACCCGAGGAGCCACACACGGAATTGTTCGTGGTACGCAAGTATGGGGAGTGTGTGTATATGTATATTTTTGTCAAGGAGCGGCAACTGTGCACATACACGTATGTGGTAAATAAATCAACTGAGTGTTGTTGATACGGGAAGTCCAAGGGCCTCTCGTACGCTACCACAGGGTTCCTCCGTTTTTATGTACGCTTGAAAGGGCGCCAGCAAGGCTTCGATTCCTTGTGGAAGTGTATTCGGTGGTTTCACGGATATTGCTGGTGCTGATGTCGGAGGACTGCGTTGCTGTCGCCTGCGTGGTTGTTGTTGCAATGGAGTGAAACCCATATGCCCTAACGCGCTCCGAATGGTATCCAATGCGCCTGAGGCGGAGTTTGTTGTTGGCGCAAGCCTGAGCGGAGCCATCGGAACGGGCATTGCTAAAGTGTAGCCTTCGACAAGGCCGTCGTCATCATCGCGCATCACTTCAAACATCCAATCATGCACGCGCATATTGTCCACACCTTCATGATCCTCGTCGGTTTCTTCGTCCGTTGTGGTTGCAGATGATGATGACGACGACGTAGAAGTGTGCAACTGATGATCTGCCGATGGCAAAAATGATGTTCGAGTACTTGTTGTTGTCGTCGTCGTGGTTGACTGAATGGTCGGTCGCGTCGGTTGTTCCGTGATGGCTTCAATGTATCGTTGCACGTCTTTGGTGCGTATAATTGTGGCATCCAAGCGATCTACTACCGTCTGTAATGATACGACGGGCCCGCAACGCATCGGACATGTCGTGTGCTCACTCAACCACGGAATCAGACATTGTGTGTGGTACGTGTGCTGACACTTTAGTTGAAACACTGCCACACCTGGTTCCAATGTTTCCAAGCATATGGCGCAGCGCTCGCCTGACATGTCATCTTCATTATCATCTTCTTCTACAGCAGAGGCTGAAGAAGAAACGACGACGGTGGGTTTTTTTTCAAAGGCAGTGCGTGTGAGGAGATCAATGACAGCGGAGGGGACTCCCACTTTTGCGCGCGCGTCATGCGAGGATAGGTCGAACATGCGGTGACCGCCAGAATCCGCCATTATTGGCGCCGTCATGGTGACTGCTGCCCCGCCTAATGCGTAGTCGCTTATTGCATCGGCATCGTCATCACTATCTGTGTCGTAAAATGTGGCTGTAGGTTCCCCCCACAAAGATGAATACATTGGAGCCGGCCTTGACATGGTGCCTGGTGTATATGTATATATGGGCGCACTAACTACGATGTCCGTGTGATGATATCACACTGTGTCGAATATATCTGCACGCGCCGGTAATGATATACAACAAGCACGGTGAATCTCCTTGTCAACGTATGGTATACATGTTGTCTGTGTTCTTGTCTTATGCAGTGTGTTCTCTGTAAAAACACAGATGGCATCATTTGACATGATAAATTTATTTTGCCGGCATGAAAACTCAAAGGGCGAGTCTCTCCGAGTTGTTTCGTTTTGAAGTGTTCGTGCGCGCCTCGTCTCTGTTCGCTTCTTTGACAACCACAACATACCGAATATCTTTCGCAGTCTCTGTTATTGCACCAACAACTATGGCAAAAGCAAATTTGATTGTTCTTGGTGCTATTTTCTTCTTCCTAGTCATCTTCGGATTTATCGCGGTTATCGCATTCTTCCTGTTGCCCGGATTGGCCACTGGATGTGCCGCCGCGGGCAGCGTAGATGGACTGTGCCACTACGGTAGTGGTCTCGCATCGCACCACCCTCACTTTGTAGATCATGCTTCTTCGGCGAGCGTCTTTGCAAGCGCTGCCGGTAGTGCATCCTTTGCAGCGGCCGCCGTGGATATTGACGATGAAGAATCCTCGGGTGCATCGATCGACATTTACTCTTCCTTGATGCTCGCACTCGGTGTCGCATTGCCCACACTTGTTCTGGCTGGCCTGGTCGTGTGTGGTCTCTTCCGCCGTTTACGCCAGCGCTTCGGTCGCCGTTGTGCCGATCCGTGTGCTACTGCTGCTGAACAACAGCCAGCAGCCGCCTCGTCATCGCTCGTCATCACCGAACAACCGTGTGCCGGTGCAGTGCCCACGCAAACCAACGTCACGATGGACGATGCCCCTATTATTGCCGTCGTGACTGCTACTGCTGGGTCGGATGGTGCTGTTGCTGCTGCCGCGGCACATTAAACTACTACAAGCGTGTGTGTCTCTCATACATATCTCCCTTTGTAAACGATAAAACAAGAACCACCTCAAAAATATATATTATATACAAAAAACAAGAAAGAATTGTACAGAGATAGACACACACACACGAGCACGCATGCAAAACAACCACGCGCGTTGTGCCAAGCGAAAACGGGGTGATTACGACGAGCGGGGGTTTTACGGCGTTCGCCGAGGCCGTCGCGTGGGCGTGTTCGATTCCTGGGTGGCAACAAAGCCTCACGTGCACGAGTACGCCGGGGCGTGTTTCAAAAAGTTTCAAACTTGGCAAGAGGCGGCAACGTTTGCGGCGGCGGTGAATGAACCGCAGGAACAACATGATGATGCTGCAATGGCACCGCAGACTATATCACAAGGAAACAAGAAAGATCAGGATCAAGTATGTAACAACAATAATAGCATCAACGATAACGAAAAAGAACAACAACACTGTTTTGCCATCATTGCTGCTGGAATCTCCCTCCCACAAGGTGATGCGAGGACAATAGCGCGAATTGCCCTGGTAAATGGTACCCCGCAAAAAGAAGGCATTATTACAACAACCACACGGTCGATGCGCATTGTCACCGAGCCCAACAGGGGTACGGATGATGACAACGAGTACTACGCCACACTCATTGCCATTTCTGCGGCATACGAGTACTTTTTGGCAACATCCCCACCACTGCCGCAACAGCAGGCCATTATTTACACGCCCTCCTTGCGCGCATACAACGCCGTCACACGGTACCTGGAGAATTGGGCTCGTAGTGGTTGGACGACGACGCGTGGCCAACCCGTTGCGCACGCACGGGTTCTGTCCCGCATTTACACGCAGCAGCAGCAGCAAAGTCACGCATCCGCGTATCGTCATAATGGCGACGACCCAGCAACAACCTCACCCATGGAAAGCAGTCACAATGGCAAAGAAAAAAATGACAACAACAGTATTGTGCTCAAGTACATACCTTGGCGTGACGGGAAGGTGGACGCGTCGCAGCATTGTTGGGCACCCCCACCATGGCTTTTGCACGCGGTGCAGTCGGCGTTGGTTGTTGTTTCTTTGTCGAAACCGGTCGGGCAGGTTTGATGGGCGCCTTCCGAGTGAGCATGTACTGCGCCGCGTGAATGTAGTGTCCCACCCGCCACTGAATACTCGACAACACTTCCTTTTCCCACTGACCCCATGGCGGCTTTGCAGAAGAAGAGGACGACATTGCTGTGGCATCACTGCTGCTGTTGTTCTTGTCTGCCGTCTCCGTCGCCGTTAGAACCTCCATCCCAGCGCGCTCCACCTGTTCGTCTGCTGCGCAAACAGACTCATCGGCGCCCTTAACGTATTTGCTCACTATACGCAGCGCAGACACCATGAATTGGTCGGCACTCATCTGTGGCAGTTTGCGCGGACCCGTCCATCGAAGTGCAGAACCGCCATTCGTGGTCCCTTCAGGGGCATTATTTCTCGTCCATCGCCGGTACATCAGATACGCTGCGAGAAGCAACGTAGGCTCCGCATTGGGCACACGCGCTTTCAGTGCAGTCAATACATCTCGCTCATTACTATTTCCCGGTTGTCGTTCCAGGCCACCATGAAAAACTGCCGACATTGTATGAGCATTCGCATCGTTTAATATATATATAGTATACATCGTCTCCACACTCTCACAGCAGCATTACGTCGGCGTGTGTAATTTGACTGGGTGGCGCGTCCAGATGCGCATACTCTGCGCTCTGTTTCTCCATCTCCGGAATAAGACTGGCACCGTAGGGATGCGCAAACACTCCTGGCAAGGGGTAAAGATAACCCAACTCGACATGATGCTCGGACCATGCAGGTAGACGGTGGAGCGCCGAAAGCGGAACAGCGCTATACACGCTTTCAATGACGTCTTGCGTATCAGGCTCTTTTAGGGCACTCAAATGGCATCGCGGCACAAACTCTGATTCCGTCGCATACATTTCCGCATATTCACCGCCAACTTGCATCGCGCACGAAATGATAATTGCAACCGGTATGGCCGCGCCGTGCTTTTCAGCAGTAGACATTGTCATGAGCTCCTCACTGCGGCGGATGTACGTCCCGCGCAAGCGATCTCTCTCTGCGACGGTTGGGGTTGTCCAAAACTTGTAAAACAATGGCCAGTCCGCATACGCAATAGCATGAATACGGATTGCGTCGCGGCCAGTTTTGACGTCCGTGTAGTAGCCCCACAACGGATACCCGTTCTCTCCGCGCGCAAGGTGCACAACTTCGGGTGGCGGCGCGTCACGCTCGTGCTTCGCCTCCCATTTCTCCACACGCTCCTCGTATGGCAACACACGCCTCAAGTCAGGCATGCGGGTCGTCAACGGGCACTCCATAATCTCGTCAATGCTGAACGGGACCACCGGTCGTTCTTCTTCGTCCTCATCGTAAACGCCTCCGCGAATCGTATCGGACCCGCGGTAGGGAGGCACCAAAATTTCATCGTCGTCATCCTCGTCGCTGTCGTCGACACCACCGTTCGACATAAGGCGTGTCATTGACCTAGGTCGTGGCACGCGTTGTTCCAACGAGGGGCTCCACCCGTCAAGGGGGTGCCACAACTCAGCCGGCAGCGACGATGCCCACGCCACCGACGCATCAATCGCGGGTCTCCGAATGCCAGACACAGGTGTACATGACGCTAGTAGCGCGCTCGTGTGATGATGACTCTCATTGTCATCCCGCAAACACTCTTCGTTCAAGGATGGAAGAATCGGTTTACCGTACGGAATACGGGTACCCTGGCGGTCAACAAAAACATCATCATCATCATCTATCGGCGCTACGTTATCGCTATCGGCAGGTTCCATAATATACACACCAAAAAATAATTAACACCTCACCCACACACGGTGCGTGAGAAAAACAACTGATGTGTTGGCGGCACGACGTGCACGGATATGCAATGAACCAACTCGAGTTAGGGCTTGACTCGAGTTTTGTTTGTTACGTGCATCAATATTTGGTACGGGTTTACCTACCCACCCATATATATGTAGAGTGTACTGTCACGATGTTTGTACATGACACACACTCCATCATGTGTACACAATTCATAAAGCTATACTTGGTCAGATTTTCTTTTGTGTACTCGGGATACTGTTGTCAAAACTCGAGTTGGTGTATTTAGCGGGAAGAATGATGTACTAGCAGTACCACATCCATAACAGTCTTATCTCGAGATACATATGTAATAACATAACGACAGTAAGGCAGCACTTAGTTGTCTGTGTATGTGTGGTTCAGAGAGATCTCTATATATATATATGGATCATCAGTATCACAATGAGATATTTCCATTGTCTCTGTTTGTAGATGAGGTTTTGTGGCGCGGCATTCACTATTCTTGGAATGAAATGACTGCGTCGCGGTGTATGTTGACATGCCAACACTGGAAGCAGTATTTGAAAGAACACATCCAACTTGCGGTTTCCCGTATTTGCCACCCATCCGTCATTCACTGGATTGAGCAGCACCTGGCGGAAAAAGGATATTTGTCACATGCTGACTTCACAACGCATATATGGATACGTGTATATTGCACGATTATGGAGCCCTCAACCGCGGAATATGTTTGGGACTCTGGAAATAATGTGGTTGTGGACTGTCGGCGTCGTTGGCCTTTGGTTTTTGCTGTGTCTGCAACTGAATCGCGTATTGTCGCGGTCCCCAAGGTGCTGTTAGATAATTTAGCATGGTTTTATGTGAATAGGCAATACACCTCTCTTCCAACAGGGGTTCGTTTGTCACGACATGGTTGGAGATGGGAATCACAGTTGGAACCATTTAAGGATAGTTTTGAAAGTCGTGTTGCAGGCTCATTGGATGCTTATATTGAATATTACCTGGGTGGCTCTAGGGATGAACCACCCGACGATGAAGATTTGAAAGCATTCAAGGAGACAATGATGAAGGCGGCAGCAGACTGGAGAAAAAACCAATTTGTTTGTCCCGCGCCAACATGTTTTGTACGCCGTAACGTGGCATCGTTTTCATACCAAAAATGGGAAACATCCTCTGTGGGCGCAGATTCATGGCACCGTTATGCCGCTGTCCGAGAAGACTGTTTTCACGTCGTGACGGAACTGATGACGCGGATTAAACGGTTGTTATATGATTCTTACGTTGATGACATTCCGCGACGGGCGTTTGACTTTGAGAACGCCCCGAAGGAATGCCGTGTCATGACAAACATGCGCTACTTTGTGGATTCCACGGGAAACGTTAGAAGTAGAGGCGCGACGGATGAGGAAAAGTGCACGTTTGACATGCGTGGGTTTTGCTCTCACGTTGCTCAGCACGATTCAAAGATGATGGAAAGGATTTATACGCTTGTGGTGGAGTGGTGCAATGAGTTGTTCACGAGCCGTGCGGAGACTGAAATATTTGACAACTGGGAACGCACGCAACAATTTTACGTGGCACCCAATTACACTTCGGTTCCGCTCGTCCGGTGGTATAGTACCGATTTGAAAATGTTCCAGATGCCTGTTTGCATTGACGTTCATAATGATGTGCCTGGAACGGACGTGTACAGTGTCGACCCCCGGGCATAACGGAAATGAGAAGAGAATACTGTTTCTTCCTGTCAACTCTCATGAGCATAAATGCACTGTGTTCCGCGTCGTGTTTAACCTTGGCATGTACTATCTCGCGAGAGAAGGTCTCAAATTACCATAATAGTACTCGATGATGGATATATATGTTGATCAAATGTTGTAGTACTACGGCACCAGGAAATAGTCGCCAAAGTGTGCGCTGTGGAAAAAATGATAGGAGACTCTTTGTGTGATTTATAATTGTGGACCACGCGCGGCATTATGGACCAAACGGCACAGTGCTTGATCGCGCAGGTAGATCCAACCGTGCTTCAAGCGGAGGCGGCGGGTATAGAGTTATGTCGAGCGCTTAAAAAATTCTTGCCCAGGGAGTATGTTGTTGCGATCAAGAACGACGACGATGCCGACATTCACATTGAGTGTTCGTTCTCGCCTGGGACGGTGGTGGCTGAGGCCGTCTTGAAATCTGTTCAGGCGCATCCGGATATTCATGGCCGCCGCGATGAGGTAACGCTCCCATACGTAAAATTCTTGAAAAGCGCCGTGGGCGGTAATGTGCTCAACTTTCCGGACTGTCGGCCCATGGGAGGGGATAGAATAGATTCCTTTTGTGCTTATCTGAATGACGAATTTGCTTCTGCGTTTGCGCAACAGAACCATATCGACTTGAAACTCAGATTCTTTGAGTTGACGTTCTACGTCAAACAACTGTAAACTAAACATATGATATTGCGATTTTTATGATACATGTATGTGCTGTCTGTCCGTGGGCATCGGTCGTTACCCGCGCACGCCCACCAAGTCTTCTAACTCGCGCTCTGTCAGTTTGCCCTGCGTCTCGGTCAAATCGTCGTACGACGTTCCTTGATCACGTTGCAACGCCTTGGCGACCTTGCGCTTTTTGTCTTGCAACAGCAAGATCTTTTGCTCGACGCTTTGCAAAGTGAACAGAGTGCGCATGTGCGTCTTCCGTGCCTGCCCGATACGATACACGCGCTCCAAGGCTTGTTTGTCTGTTGCTGGATTCCACCACTACGAAAAAGAGAAAAGAAACAAAACCTCGTAAGAATAAGTGTAACTAACACACCGTGAGAAAGGGGTGTGCTGCTGTGTAAGAGATATATGAACGTACCGGATCTGCAATATAAATCCAGTTGGCAGCCGTGAGGTTGAGACCCTCCCCGCCCGCCTTTAACGAACCGAGAAAGATGCGCGTGCTCGGATCGGTCTGAAACTGGTGGATCATGGTGGGGCGATGCTTTTGCGCCACGGATCCATCCAGTTGGACGATGGTGACGTCGGACGGGAGTGCATGTCGCAAGGCAGTGTTCAACAAGTGCAAAAACTGAACAAATTGCGAGAAGATGACAATCTTGGCCGACGGATCCTCGGATAGAATGCGTTGTGCCTCCGTTACAAGATATGTGGCCTTGTTGCTCAAGGCGCTGTACTTGCCCGCATCGCATTCGCGAAGATCCACGCGAGAGCTTTTCTGCGGTAGCGGATCGCGCTCCAACAATTGCGCCACGGTGACACCAAACACAGCCATGTCGGCATTGCACTCTGGAGTCAGGACAGTCACTGTCAGTCTGTGGTCGCCCGACGCGGATAGAACACGTGTTTGTTTTGTTTCGCTTATTGATGTGGTTGTGGTGCCAATGCAGTGTCGTGCACCTATGATATGTGAGTTTTCGTGATGACTCCTATGATGATTGAGCAGAAACGTACCCGGCAATTCTACGGTAGTGGGTGCCGGAAGGGAGAGCAACGCCTTGCGGGTGACGTGACACAGTTCATCGAGTGTGCCACGATCGGGACTGAGTGTATGGAAGGGTAGAATGCCATGGTCCGCCACCTGCTGCATGCGGCGGAGTGCACCGAGAAGGCACGTGTAATACATGCGACGGTCGGGTTTCTTTCCGGAAGACATTTTCGTGGTGGAACCATCCGGTCTCGTGGTGGTTACAGCAGAGGCAGACGCAGCGTTTCGGATCTGTCGTCGCACATAGTCCACGACGGCATGTTGCAACAAGTGCTGCAGAGGTGTAGCATCGAGTCCGACAACCTCGTGCGAAACCTCGGGCAGTGCAACGATCGGACTGCCATCCAATTGCGTGTCCTTGCGGCGACGCAACATGACGCGATCGAGCAATTCGTAGATGGGAGGTTTGTGCGGCGACGGCGCATTATTATTATTGTTGTCGTCGTTGGCACTGTTCACGACCGGCGCTGCCGCACCTTTTGTCTTCTTTCGCGCGACCCCAGCCACCGTACCGGCAAAGCTCGCAGGAACGGCCGTGTAGACGGCGGCGCTCATGTCAACACGAATAAAGTGTAACAGGCTCGTCAGATTATCGGAGCAATTGTGAACGGGCGTTCCCGTCAGACACACACGGAAGGCGTCATCCGATCCGACCAAGTGGCGGCATGCAATGGCCACCTTCGTGTGAACGTTCTTAATTCGATGTGCCTCGTCCAGCACTATGCAATTCCACATAATCTGATAGAGCAGGTCGCGCTCGACGGCCGGTAGCGGTGAATACGACGACGACATTCTCGTGGCGCCTGTTGCGGTGCTGCCGGGTGTTGTTTTGGAGGCAACAAACGAACGCTTGAAGGAAATACGGACATTGTCATACGTGACGACGACAATATCGTACGCGAGGAGGGACTTGCGATCCTTGCCGTCCTTGTTGGCGTTGTAGTCCAGTACGCGCAGGGACGGTACGTGCGTGCGCGCCTGATCAATCCAATTACAGATAACACTGGTTGGACAGACGAGCAGAACGGGTGTTCTTCGCTTCACGTCGTTCAATGTCTTGTTGCGTCGCACAACGCGATCCGCCAAGAATGCAAGCGTCATCAACGTCTTGCCGAGTCCCATGTCGTCCGCCAGTATCACACCAGGCACGGTGCTTGGTATGACAGGTGTCTTGGCAAGCAACGCTTGTTGTTGGAGGGCGCAAGGATGTTCCGTATCGTGCCCGTACGCGCGATTCATCATCCACCACAACGCTTGACACTGATGCTTCATGAGCGGCGTGCAGACGGTGGCGGGTGGTACCGCCGTGGGCAAGGATTCGACGTACGAATGTGCCTGATCGGCGTACACCTCGCGCATCGTATCGTCTGTGATCTCTACCACCGAGGCGCTCAAACCATCAGCATCATCGCCGGTTGCGCCGTCGCCACCGTTCTGACGGCGTCGAACACCACCATCCATAAAACGACACGCCGGTAATTGCTCGCCGCTGGTTTTCAATTCATCACCATCGTCGTCGGCCATAGACGGAACCGTCGCAGGTTTTGCTGCAAATTGAGAATCGTCGTCGACGATGACGTTGGCAGTAGGCATGGATGAATCCACGTTGTGAACGTCCATTGTGAGGCGACGGGGTTGCAGAAACTGGCTCAAGGAACGAAACTGTTTCACGTCAATTCCGTCGCTAATAGGCGGGCGCAAAGGCACGTCCTGGTCCACGTCGGCGTCGTCGTCACTAATACTACCCTCAACCGTGCCCGGCTGTTGCCGATTGTACCGACCCGCCGTTTTGTTTACCGTATACACAAACGAAAGATTTTTCTGACCCGCTGCCTGGTTGTCATCGTGCGTGTACGTGAATGGATCAACAACTGCCGCCTCTGCAGATGTAGGTGTCATAAATGAATGAATTGAGCCCGTCATCCTTGCCGGCAACGACGAACGGCCAATGGTGTCATCAACACAGCGCCGTTTTGGCGCAGGTGCAATGTCCACCATATTGTCTCTTGTTCGCACGACTCAAGAGATGAAACAGTTTGCTACGCAAGTATGCGCATGCAGCACCAAAGCATACACTGAGTGAATATCTCGAGTTTTGAACAAACTCGAGGTTTGTGGGAACTCTGGTCTACACAGATGTACAGACTAGATCTGGTCGTAACATGAGGTGTGTGTATATTTGTGCGATCCATATTATGTACACTCGCGTGTCTGTGTCCTTGGTCATAGTATAGAGTATATCGTACATACCTGGTCGCAAAACTCGAGTCGATTATAGTATTATTATTGGCCAAGTTGATTTGTGTGTGGTGTCCGAGATTACGTGTGTGTGTGTGCTTTACTATACATTCACCACGATACGGCCTGTGGACCCATGTGTGATACACTCGTTCGCGATGTGCAACATGTCATACTACGCAAATATGCGCAGTCACACACACCGCTGTGGTCCCAAGTGTGCAAGCAATGGTTTTTGTTATTCCTACAAGGCGATGGCGTCAACCGTGGGCCGCTTTGGAATCACTGTACCTTAGTGCAGTTGGCATCGGATGGTTATTTGACTTCGTTACAGTGTGTGCGATCTCGCCAACGACAGGGCACGTGGCGTCAAAGTCTTCTGAAAAATCTGGTTTACTGCGCGGCTCAAAGTGGTCGTGAGGCTATGCTGCGGTGGTGTTGGGATGAGTACAAACAAGTATTAAATCTGAGATTGCCACCCGATATCCACCCTTATATGCATGCAGACCAACAAATGCAAGTTGCGAACATGGCAATGGCGCGCGCCGCGCGGAGTGGTCATAAGGAACTCGTCTGTGTTTGTCAGACTGAATTTGGCGCGACGGATGTGGATCTGGCGATGGCCAACGCTGCTCGTGGTGGCCATATGGAACTCATGCAATTCTGCCACGATGTGCTTGGTGCGTTCGATGTAAGTACCGCCATGGGGGATGCGGCCAGAAAAGGTCATGAAGACATTGTGCGATTTTGCCACGATACGTGGGATGCTACACCTGACGTTTTAATGTTGAATAATGCGGTAGCGAACGGTTTTACGCACATTGCACGCCTATTTTTCGGATGGATTGGCGCACTGAATGTGGGATTGACGGATTTTGTAATGGCTTCTGCGGCACGCAACGGTCATGAAGGGACCATGCGGCTGTGTCACGATGAGTGGGGTGCATCGAATGTTAATAATGCCATGTGTTGTGCCGCTTCGAGTGGCCACACGGACTTGGTACGGATTTGTTACGACGAGTGGGGTGCAACCAACATTGAGCCGGCAATCGAAATTGCTATTCGGCATGGACATGTGTCGGTTGTACGATTGTTGCGAAAGCAGGAGTCTGATGGTATCCACTTATGACTCTGTGTAGTATATGTAGTATACATACATATTGTTTATATTACATTGCATTGTTTGATGATGTTGCAAAACTGAGACTACAAGTAGTATCAACTAAGGGAATCTTGGCAACCTCGCCAAACTTGCGGAGAGAGTACTTGCGAATAACGGCCTGCAAAGTGGACTCGTGGGTGCGACGGAGACTATCGTTCAAATCACTGACACATTGTGTTAATTGGGACGGGTTATACTGCGTGTAGTGTTCGAGAGTTGCAGTCCACACCGGGGTCGTGTGTCCCGTCATAACGCGCGCCAGGTAAACAGAGGATGCCGCGATCATAGAGGGCATGTAGCAAGTACACATTTTGAGATCGAGTAGCGCGACTTCGATCAAAAATTTGCACAATGTATGAACCCGATAGTCGTTACGGGCGGCCATGGAGAAGCGACGCAGAAAGTGCAATGAAGTGGGAACCGACAGGTGAAAGCCGATCGCGTTTAGGACGCACTGCTCCATGGCGAGAATCAATGTCTTGGAGTAGGCTTGCATCGATATGTATACAAAATCGTTACACTAGGTAAATAAAGCCGAAAGCGCGCCGACGTGCCGGAAAAAAGAATGAAGTTAGGAAATCTTAAACGTATAACATATGTATGGTACGACCATCTCTGCGCAACGTACCTCAGGTGGGTAAATTTCCTCATATTTGCACGCGATGAACATGGCCGTGACACCAACCAACTGCAACTGCTCACGAGCGACGCACTTCAAAGTGAGGAAGCGATCGATAATACTGACGGACAAAAACAGCGTTTCTGGAAGCAATTTGAACTTGAGGTGAACTTCGAGCAACCAGTCAATTAGTATGGTGCGCATTTTCTCGTTCACGTCTACTTGTTTGGACATGTAATCATTGGGAATGCTATATTTGACCTGTACGGTTGATAAAAACGAGATGAGATTTTTCTGCACACAGGAAAAAAGAGGATAATCACAAATCAGAAAGTGGTAATATCCTATAGAGAGGCGTGCCTCGCGCGATCGAAGATAATCGTAGATTCCATTGACGTATTCAGTGACACATTCGGGATCGTTTACACGTGCCTCATCAATATTCTCCACAGGCATGCCACCACATTCTCGTGCTCCACAGAACACATCATCCTTTGCGGCGGTGCTGCAAATCTGAATTTCCATACCTATCATATATGCACATGCTGTTGTTGTTATCTCTTTAATCCAGAAACATTTTGGAAATACATTATACGCCTATATTATGCGCTGTTTGGCTCTACACCCGGTCGTAAATGTACTTGAGCACGTCGGGTTCGTCCGAAGCAGACAGATGCATCTCCAATGATAGGATCTTATAGTCGTGATCCACAAATGCAAAGGAAGCATTACTCTTTTGTTTGCTAAAGGAGTACTCGTAGCAAACAAGTCGTTTCGTACTCAGTCCCAGTTGCCGTTCGCTTTCTTTCTTGAACTGTTGCCAACTCGCGTAGGATGCTGAGATGATACCCTTTGACAGATTCCGAGGCGTGCACACGGATGTTACGAGCTCGGGAGGCGTCCACGCCAATCCGTAGTGCTCTACGTGTTTGTCCCAAAGCTCTTTTGTCGCGTCATCCGGCAGACTATCGCGCAGATATCGCAATGAGTTTGGGAACATGAAGCCCTGTTGCATCAACTTGAAGAACTCGCTGGGAATCGGCAAGAAAAACACAGGAATATCATCGTCTTTGTAGCAAATAGGCGTTGGAGGAGGCAATGTCTTTCCGTCAAACATTTGGCGCAGTAAAGTTCCCGCAGGAATCGCGCCATCTTCCGTGAACACGGTGGATTTCACCGCAAACAAGGTGTCCGAGTCCTGTGTCCGAATGTAGATGATGGGCGGAAGGTTCATCTTCCTTTTCTTTCAGTCCCTTTATATATATATGTGCGTCGTACGGTACTGAGTGCTGAAAGCCGTAGAGCAAACCGGAACGGAGCGACAAACTCGAGATAATTGTACGCCGGTATAGTGAGTACCCGAGTGTTTGTATTCGCATTTATTTCTCTGGTTAGTGTATCTATCTCATATCTCACCAGGAAATCGTGCCCCACGTATTGACGCAAATGGATACGACCGTTATGGCGCACCTACGCGATGTGGGCCAGCAACGGTTTGGATGGATTGGTTCATTTGTGCAAAGCATTCGTTGCAACTATAACCCCGAGCGGTATGCGTTGCGATCGGCCGTCGTGCGCTTTATCGAAGAAATCCCATTTGACCCGGAACTCTCACAGGGCCCACCTTGGGCACTAAAACTCTTCGTGGCCGAGATAGACGGTCGTTTTGGGCTCGCAGCATTTCAAGAATCCTCGACGAGCGGCGATGATGGGCCCTTCTTGTTCCGAATGATTCACCGATTCATGCCATGTAACGTGGTGTGTGATGTTTGCAACGTGTTTGATGCGCCATCAGATTACGTTCCAGCGGATGTTGTGTGTGTACGCCGCATGTTGATTGATGCCACATTTACCCCACCACCCGGCCCAGCACGCGATAATACGTCGTCCATTATCCCTACTTTCAAAATGCGCGCAGTAGGAGGGCGCATTTCAGAGGATGTTAACTCTGTCACAGTGTAACCGCAAATCAGTGTGTTTTCTCGTTTGCATGTGTCAGTATTTTTTTCAATGTACAAAAATGAAAATTTGTGTCAATTGGACCGCGAGAGGGACAAAGTAATCTTACATATGACTGTCGTGTGTGTCATCACGGCCTGTGCCTGATTGTCGCAGTTTGCCGCATCCATGCACACACACTTGCACTTTAGGTCTTGTTCACGCCACCGTGGTGACTCGGCAACAACATTCATGATGGTGCCGATATTTTGGCCCGTCAGAAATGTGTGGAACCACAGTTGCTGCTCCTTGGTAATCACTTCTGCAGTGGCATTGCATTCGACGGCCTGCTGCAGTGCGGCAAATGTCACACTAACAGACTTGCCAACAACAGCCCCCGTGTTGTACTGGTCTGTCACGTTGGTCATTAACATTGTGATAAGTGCGTTTGCACACGGCACGAGATGTTCTTCGAAGAATCGTGCATTTTTCTCGTATTTCTTCAGACAGTACTGTCCCACAGTGTCGCGTGGACTCGTTGACGCGCGTCCAAGTTCGTTCCAGAGACTGCCGTCTTTGTCCGATGAAGCAATAATTGGCCGTTCTTGTTGTTTCTGCACATTGTCGACACTCGTACGCGGTTCCGAGTGTAATGTAATAACCGGCGCTTCGTCGCGCAATGCATCATACGATGCTATTTTCGGCCGGTTCTTCAGCAACATGTGTCTGTTTTTTTGTCTGCCTGCCCGAGAAAGATCGCTCTCTTTGTACTATATAGTCTTTTGCTTTTTCTGATCACACCTACAAGCAACTATAATATTTTCTTGTATCGTTTGTTTCTTGGTTCGGACAACAACGTACTACTACCGCATTACCGATCGTACGTGTGTATTTTTTGTGAAGAAACGCGCACGTGTGTGGGCCTTTCAAGAAGGCCATGTTAATATGGTGTCGGTAGACGACTTGGCGCTCTGCACCGACACGACGTGTTGACAATGTTCCACAAAGGCTTCTTGGCTGTGAACTCCCTTGGCATAGTTGCATTGCTTACAACATGGAACAGTGTTATCGGGAGTATATCCCTTACTCGAATCAACACGATCGATGCCATTGAGTTGCACACCGAGAACGGGGGCCCTGTCGCAGTACTCACACGGACTCGTGAATAGACGTTCGCACTGTTCCATGGATAGCATCCAATCAATGTGTTTCACTTGGGTGGCGCGATACATGTAGCGCCGATAGCGTCGCTCAATGTTCGCCTTGTCCGTGGCGCGGTTTTCGCGACGCACGCGCTCCATGTCGGTGATAACATCGCGCACAGTAAGAAAATACCGTGACACGACACGTCCACTTGGTAAATGGACGTATGACGACGGTGTCACCGCCGCTGCTGCCGTGGTGGTACTTCTATAGAAGGTATCAGAAGTGGTGGATGTTATTGTTTCAGTGTTCTCTCCTTCGTGATCACCACGTTTTCTCTTCATATCTCGCAATCACTTCCTATGCCTCATTCAACATGTATATACATGCACGCACGCAGATGTGCATTGCTCCCAACTGGTAAAACGACAACGCGCACATGGAGTTGCCGATATATAATGTGCATGTACGGAGACGTGAAACATTTCATTACTGTGTGTGATGAGAGAATAAAGGTGTGTGTGTCGTGAAAACAAGGTTATACACCCTATTGTATTTCACACGTGTGCGTGCATCAGAGATGTCAGCACCCAACAATGTTGTTCTTTTGAGCGTTCCCGGAAGTGCCGCAGCCGCAGCAGCGCGTCAGACGTGCCCTATTACAGGTGGTCCTAGTTGCAGATGCAGCGCTGCAGTAGGTGGTCAAGTGCAACTGTTGCCACCGCAACGCGACCCAAATATCCTCTTGTCCAAGGAGATGCTCCGTGCCGTCTTTACAGATCACGCCGTCTACACCAATTGGTTAATTGTGGAAGCAGTGCGTGATTCGCCCACCTCTGAGGCCATCAATGCGATCACGCAGCGCCTGATGCGAAATCCAAGTGATATTGGCCGCCTCCTCGCACCCATCATTGGCATCGATCGCGCAAACTTTATCGCACAACAATTCTCACATCACCTGATGCTGGCGGGTGCGGCGGTCATGTTCGCAATCAAGGGTGACGAGGCTGGTCTGAAGCAGGCTGCTCAGCGGTTTATCGCACAAGGTAACGATGTTGGATTGGCTCTGGGTCAGATTCAGCCCGCATCACTGTCCATCCCGGATGCGCAGGTGTTCATGCATCAGCACAATACGGCCGTGGTGGAGTTGGTGTCGCTGCACGTTCGCAAGGATGCACCCGCATACATTAGTGTGTATGACCGCTACTACAATCACATTTTGCTCATGTCGGACCGCATCTACGATGCCGTGGTTACCTACGCGACTGCACCTGTCGCACAATATTAATAATATTCGTATCACTCGTAGCACCATATCATCGTGTGTGGTTTTTTCGCAATAAAAAAGACTAAAAGAGTTACTTTAGACACGGTCGTGGAGTGCCACACAACAACAAGGTCACATATCGCGCAATGTATGTACACAAATGTATATACACCAAAAACAAATTTACTTTAAAGTGACTCTGTAGCAATACAACAGTCACACAGGGCTGGTCGGACGCCATGAAACGCGACGTTGTGCCCGCGGTGACACTGAAACCGACAGCCCGCACACATGCCACGGTGCCGCGTGAGATCGCACGTATAGCATTCGTACCACGGCTGCACAACAAAAGTAGTAGTCGCTGATGATGATGATGATGCAGACCGTTCGTCACTGCCAGTCATTTCTTGCGGTGCACAGTCCCGCGCCGTGCAACCTTGACTGGCGCGCCGTTCTAACCAGTCCGAACTACGAAATTCGAGATCTCCATTTAGTTGCTTCCCACGAATCACGTACCGATGACTGTACAGATTCAAGAACTCACGGGGAACTTGCTTCGCGAGCTCGGATTCGTGCACATGCGGTGTTGCCAGATGCTGGTGAAGAATGGGCAATGAAACAATGCCGGTTTTTTGCGCAACAATACCATACACCGGGTCGTTAAAGAGTCTCACCCTGACTCCTCCGTCCGGTTGTTGCACGAGAGGCAACGATGTCGTTTCGGTCGCGTCTTCGACACACCCCATGACGTAAATGGTGTGACTCCAATCCGCCCGTTGGTTTGTTCCATGCTCACTGTGGTGATCATGCATTGTCGGAACAAACAACTTGCCATCCATCATGGGGTGTGTGTAAGCAATGGGCTCATACACACCCGACTGCGTGCACATGCAAACGATGAATCCGAATCCGACCGCATATTGTGCTGCCAGGAATGTCGACAGACCCCTCGATAAGTGGAACACGTCGTTTTGTACGTGATCTAAATCTTTCAGCGAAGTTGCAATAGAGTACTTGTAGTGACCACACTCGTGGACGGGCAGAACAAATCGGTCTGCATCATCCGTTTCTGCATCGCCACCGCGCCGACGCGCCGAATTACTTCCCTTGCTGAAGACCTGCTGTTGGAGATGCTTGGGAATCTCAAATTGTTTCTGCAATTGGTCGAAAAACTCGGTAGAATCAAAGCCTGTCGTGTCGATAACGTGAACTCCGTCGCCGCACGATGATGACCCCTCTGTTGTCGGAAAAGGTAGGATCATTGCTGTTGGTGCAGACTTGTTCACCAACGTAACTTTGTTTTGGTAGATCGTAAGTTGCCGACCACCCGGAATCACGACAACTGCAATGTGTGTGTCGGTCACACTTTTCACAGGAGACGAGAAAATACACATATTTCAAGCAAGGGACGTGATACTCGCGCAATATGATGTGTGTCGTGCTCGCTCGCTTTCTACGTATAATTGAAAACAGTGTATTGTGAAGAAAGAACATACTTTTCAAAGAAAAAGAACTATGTCATCCTTCTTGCATATTTGTGCTGACGAACTCGAGTCGTTCTATGACGTGTTCCGTGTTATACAGCACCAAAGACCCGTTCCAGTTCCGAAACATTCTGTGCCGGCACACCACCAACACCCGCGGGTTGAGTCGTCGTCAACTGTACGGCGGTTGCTGGCTTTTTGCGAAAGAACGCAACATATACAATCGTTCCTACCAGCGCGGCAAGAATGAGAATGGCAATGCCGCGCGCGACTGTGGGTGACGGACCTGGGGGTTTCGGAGGCTTGGGTGGTGGCTGCTGTTTACACGCGGCCGTTTGTTTGCATAGCGTTGTACATCGATCCTTGTCCGTTTCATGGGCGGTGGGATCCCAGAAACACGTGCACGTGGACGGATTGCAGGCGTACGTCTTCTTGCACGATGACAAGCATTGGTCCTTGGTTGCTGAGCCCTGAATGTCCTGCTGACAGGTTTGTTGTGACGAACACGAGTACTTTGTCGTTTGGCACTTTTGTGTACGCACCTCGCACTGTTGTTGCGTCGTGTAATCACCGGCGACATTGGGGTCTGTTGTGATCTGGCACGTCCCGTTGACACACGCCCATCGTTGCACACCGCACGCGCTCTGACAGTCGGCCTGCGCGCCATAGATCGGTTCGAGAGAACCTGTCACGTTGCTTGGCGCCGAACATCCTCGGACGTTGTCACAAAACACATTACGCTGCGTCACCAGTTGCAGACCGCAGTAGACCGAACACCCACCACCCCCGGAAGCGCCCGGAGCACTACAAAAGTAGTAGATCCACTGCGAAGGCATCAACATGAACAGGTCGGCCGTGTTCACGCTATCGCTACTGCTACTTAGTTGAATAGGCGATGCCGCCCAGTCCACCCATGCAAACTGGTTATACGAGGTATTATACAGACGATAGGATTGCCCCCAGTACAATCCATCCTTGGGTTGATTCGGACTTGTAATTTGAAATTGCCAGAACTCATTGTTTCCGCCCGAGTTGAATGCCTTGTAGTAATAGTCATGCCAGTATCCACCGCCGAGAAATACGCGTGTATGATCCGTGTCAACCGTTACATCGCGTGTCGTCTGTAGTAGAAAGTTGGCGCCCACGGGAATGTCCTTGCCAATCAGAGCCGCCGCCTCGGTCGTGCCGGGTTTGTACGGAGGTTGAATGATGTGCTCGACGGCTTGCGCAAGCGGCGCCATGGTGACAAAAAAGTTGCCATGTGCGACGTTTGGATACGCGGGATTGAAAGCCTCGGCAACAACATAGTTGGCGGCCGTCGTACCCGATGGCACTTGCCCACTTTGAACCGACGTCGATACCAGGCACACATAACACGCATCGCCGTAACGAATGCGCGGGTAAATCGGCACCGGTTTGGTGGGACACTGCGTTGCCATATATATGTATGTACGTGTATACAAATTTGGCTGTCCGCTAAAAATAGTGAGCCTCTTTTTCACGCAGGATTCAGTCAACCGTCTATGTGTCACCACGATTTACTATATCCTTCACACGCGACATAACGCACTCGAGTTTTACAAAGTATAATGTACTTTGGTGGGTCCGACTGTCACAACATGTATACGAGGTGTACTTCCCTCCTTGAGTGTACACTTCTGTGCATGTGTGTACACGGAAGTATACCACCACAGACAGAACAAGTGTGTACTCTACCATAAGTATAGAATGAATTTTATACGCAAAACTCGAGTCGGTTAATGCTGAAATTACTTATTTTACGGGAGAATGTGGCATACGTGGGTGTCTCTTATAAATGCGGTACACAAGGGTCATATTTTGACAACTCGAGTTGTGTGTGTACATATATTTTTGATTGCAGTGTGGCAAACGCGCTAATGTGTATGATTTTCTGTAGTAGATTCACCGAACACATATGCGTGTGTGTCTGAAGTAATTTATTCAGTAACGACGACTCACTACTGGGTACCAAGCCCCTGTCTGGTTTTTACGAGAAAGAAACAGTTTGGATTTCTTGTCGCCAATGTTTGAGTTTCTTTTCAACATGTTTTTAGCCATCGGTTTCGGGTTTATTCTCGCCATCCCCATTGTCGGTGCTTTTTATGGGTGGGGTGTTCTGTGCCGTGCAACAGAGGTGTCTGTGTGTGACGACGATGACAGTGACTGCGATTGTTCCGATGATGAACTGCACCCTGTATCGAAGGTGGTGTCGCTGGAGGCGGGTCATTTTTACGAAGTCGACAGTGCGACGATTCACAAGCACCTTTTGGATACCCCGATTAAGAGACCCTTTCTTATGATCTTCCATGCTACGTGGTGTCGTAACTGCCCGGCCAAAATCGCCACGTTGAAGAACATTGCGAGTGGCCTCTCAGTGCCGGTCCTCTCGTTGGAGGAGTCGCACGTGGACGACGTGATTGGGTCGGCGCTGCATATCGAAACTGTTAGCGCGTATCCAACCGTATATCTCTACACTGTGGCGAAGCGGCAAGGCAGCAGCACCGTGTACGAGTTTGTCGAGTATGATGAAGATGATGATATGCTGAAGACCCCGGACATGCTAGAGGCGTTCGTTCAGAAGCATATTCTGTAAAAGGGTCTATTTTTGTCTCGTATATATGAAATATGATTCACGTCCATTGCACATGTATAATGCTTGGGGTTTTTTGGAGACCTTTATGAAGACAAAGCCGTCGTGTTTTAGAAAACAAGGAGATGTCGTTGGGTGGTGTTGTCCATGACTGTCCTGTACAGAGTACGGTTCTTCAACCACTCAGTAGTTGTCGCGCGACAGGCCTGAATTGCCTGACTCTCAACAACCTGACAGACGAACCGCTATTGTTGCAAGGAGGTGCCAATTTGTGTGGTCATGTACCACTGCGCGCACAAAATGTCTTTTACGGCGTCTCGTCGGGTAGTTGTTGGACAGTCACGGGCGCTCAAAGTGGCAACGTTTACGTGCGCAACTTTTGCGTCTACGCACCCGAAACACTGAACATTACACCTTTACCTCCCGAGTTGCCAGACTACGACTGCAACACACAGAATACTAAGGTATGGTTTTTGCTCGGTGCTGCCTGGGTTGTCGGTGCGATTGCGTTGGTGTTTGTTATTTTGCGGCTGCGCCGCGCCGCCGATCGGGTAAACGCATTCTGTGTCCACAATCCTCTCAATGCGACCTGCGCGACACCCGCATCTGTGCCAGGAGCAACCCTGCTGGGTGTCCTTGCTGCAGGAAGTGCAACCGCGGGTGTGGCATTCACGGTGACGGGATTAACTGTTGCAGGTCGGGTGCCATGGCAGAAGATCACCTGCGCAGAGTGTCATGCGCGCGGGAACTTATGGGCGTGGACGCTACCATACAATTCGTCGAGTACTTTGCGCAAGAACCTGTGTTCCAAGTTTGGTATTTGTCAGTGCCGCTCGGCATACTACGAAAGTCAATGTCGTGCGTTTGGTCAGACCATCATGCCCGCCGCCGTTTACGACAACAGCGTGGCACAAAAACCAAGTGGATACGATTGCGCGTGTACGAATCAAGTGACCGGACAGAGGTACAATTGCGGTATCAGCGTGCTCGGAGGTGCGCCGTGTGCGACGTGTAGTAGTACCCCGAAGCAAAAGTGACTAGAGTAAAACGCCCATATTGCATTGGGATATATTCAGTCATAAAGTGCGTACTCTCTGTGTAGAGAGGAGAAGAAGAATAACACAAATTGTATGTGTGCAAACGACAATGTATGTACACTTATGTTAGAAGCGTAGGGGTAACTTGGGTTTCTGTTGATCATCACCACTGCTGTTGACCCACGCAGTGTGCCACCGCTCCCATTCAGAAGCGTCCGTCGTCTTAACGAGGCTAAATGTGGGCATTGAATCTCGGGTCCAGCCAAACATCCAGAAGGTCGGCTCGATGGACAACAAAGAGGACGGCGCATATTCAATGTCCTCTACGGGACAGTGCTTCCCCACATCTGCGGCGACTAACGATTTGTCACCCACGATGACACACCAAGTGTTGGGTGCACACATCTCGTTAAAGCAGGATTCCACAAAATAATAGATACTCAGCACATTCAGCGTTGCGTTGTTCTCCACAACGGCATGAAAGTGCTTGTAGACAAACGTGCCGCACGAGTTGTGGAACCGGTACGAATACCGGTAGTGGACGTGAGAACCCACAATTGTTTTCTCCATATATGAAAGTGTGTTTGTCTCTGTGGTGTACAAGCACCCATGTGTTATATCTTTTGTTTTGGCACTCGAGATATACACTCGAGGTATCGGTAAAAAGGGTCACATAAAAATGTATATGTGTACATTAGATGCTGGTGATGTGAAATATGCAATATGTAAACATGTAGGATAGCGCGCTGTGGTATGGGCTGATATATCTTTGTACATTGCTCTCGCGTCGTGGATACGCTGTAAACAAACACATGGCGGCCTATTCCCTACCAGGGCTCCATGGTACGATAGTAGAGTGGATTGCTGCGCACCGGAAGCCTCAGGAGGTACTCATGTTGTACAACGTGAGAGGAGATCCTGCGTATGAGAATCATGTCCATATTACGACGTTTGAGTCTGTGTCCATGTGCGTCGAGTTTTTTGATGCGTTTTTAGGCGAAAGCAAGGACAATTCAATCGATGTTGGTGGAGTGGGAAACGAGACGATCGTACGTTATCATCCGAGGCCATTGATTGAGAATTTGTCCGTCTATATGCACCGCGAAAACGGCAAACACGATTTGTCGTTGTTCGAGTTTGATGATGCTAGTTTGGACACGCTCATTCTCGCGGATAGTAACGATCTGCGCACATTGGAACAATCACTTGCGAGTGCCGGATCACATCCCGTAGTGGAATAAAAAACACATAGACAAGTAAGAGGGTTGTCCACCAGAGAAAGGTGTATGCATGTACATTTTTTCTCGTTGAAACAAAGAAGAAAACATACATATATGGACAACAGCCGGGGTGTACTTGTACGACAAAGGCCTCCTCTGACGCTGGGTTTTCTTATTCCGTTAATGGGTATTGCCGTATTAACACTCACAATTGTGTTTCTTGTGCGTGCGCAACAGACACTGATTGATCGATCCAAGAAAAAGAAGACAACATGGGTCTGCGAGTCTCCCGGACACTGTATTGCATCCACCGACCCGAACGGTGCCGATAGCCCCGAGGCGTGCAATTACACATGCCCCAAACGACCCTATTATGACTGCCAAATCAAACGGACGGGAACATCGACATTGCCGGTGCGTACCGGGTCGTGTGAGCCGACTAATCATGTCACATGGTTCAGCACGCCCGATGTGTGCAAGGCCGAGGCCAATTGTGATGCGCCGCAATACTTTTATTGCGACCCAAAACTTGGATGTGAGGTTGCGGACGCGCCCGTGGTACCAGGTGGATACGCGAATGCGCAACCGAGTCGCGGCACGCCGGGATCGGACCAGTGTCTCGCGCAGTGCGTGATGCGACACGAATGCAACCCCACGACGGGACAGTGCACGGACCTTGGATTCAGTGGCGACACGACAAAGCCTGTGGGGACGTGTGCAACAACGCAGTGCCCGAACCCGCAAAAGTTTTGGGCCTGCAACGGCTTCTCGTGCGTGCCGTCTTCCACGGGACCGTATGCTCAACTATCAGACTGTCTCAAGGCGTGTTGTCAAGCGAGAGGCGGAACGACGTGTGGAAACACGTGCTGCAAACCAGGCATGGTGTGTTGTGGCGGCAAGACATGCTATGATCCCAATGCATGTGAGACATGCAACGCTACGACAGGTGTTGTCTCATCTACATGCCCAAAGTGTGGCATTTGTCAAAACGGCAAGTGCGCCGGACCATTCTGCTCAACAGCAAATTGCCAGACGTGCACTTGCACTGGGCCGAACAATACCGAACCTTGCTCCTGTCAATCGTTTTGCAAGAATGGTTGGACGTGTTGCCCACCCAACCCCGCGTGCCCGGTAAAGACGGCCTTTTGCGCCCCCGACGCGGCCTCATGTTCACAGTGTCCAAAAGCAACGTAAATGTGCACTCGAAAAGACTAAGCCGAAACGTAATAAAACATACACATATATTTGTACATACATCGTATCTGGCGGAAAAGAAAAACGTTGTTCGGTACACACACAACAGAGACTGCAGCGACACACATCACATCTATTTCTGACGTACACAGTATATAAAACACGACGGGTTGTGCAAGTCACATCACACTACTGTGCGTGATCGGTCTGTCTATCAACACCCTATATTATCACCATACATAGACCATGTCAACGACGACACCGACCAGTGTGCGCACAATGACGACACACAACAAAAGGGAACATCATCACCATGATCGAGACAAGAAGAAGAAGGACAGGAAACGAACCCCATCCATCTCACACAAATTGCCACCACCCGCTCCGCGCGGGTTTGCATTTTCATTTTGGCCTCAACAACGTCCGAGTCCACCGCTCATGATCGTTATTGGTTTCTTGGGGTTTATCGTTCTTGCATTCGTGTTGAGTTGGGTCATTTGGCCCGTGTGGGATCTTGCATGTTGGTTCGGGATGGGATGGTGGGGCTGTGGCTACCCAGCATCGCAAACGACCGTCGTTGTGGTTCAACAATCCCCGACCACTGATGCCACTGTGGTGATGTCGGGTGCCGCGGCCGTCATTCAGCAGCAACCACAGGCGGTCGTTATTGAAAGTAATGGACCGGGTGGAACAACGGTGCTAACATCCACACAACCGTTGCCGACAACATCCATCGCAAACACAGGGGGACTCGTCGTATGGTCCCCAGACCCACAACCAACGTCGGCTGTTCCGCGCGGGAGTATTGTCTCCGCCGGCATCTACATGGTGCGTGTGCCATGATCGATCAGTAAGCACGATTGTAAATATCTTGAGTGCCTGTACAAATACGATCTCCAGTCTATACATATGGCACTTGTATATTTATTATATTGTGCACGCACCTAAACAGTAAGAATGAGTACAACGGAGGAAGACATCCGGTACTACAAAGGCCAAACAGCACATCATAGTGATCGTGGTATCGCACGTCTGACGGAAGAAGACGAGAGTAGTAGTAGTAGTACGGACGATGATGATGGAGATGATAATGTACTCCCCATAAATGACGTTGACCATGCGCAGCGTCCTGTTGTCGGCCGCAATAACAGCAACAGCCGCCGTCGCAATAGCAACAACAAAGTGCACGTTATTCGGAACAACATACCCTACAAGGGGTTTCGTGGTCGGTGCGCTGCAAAACAACCGCCACCGGGCATCACTGGCGCCACGGGAGCCACAGGGCCCGCGGGAACGGTTCAATGCATCCCGATCACGATAGAGTGGGAAAACGCGGCATGCGCGGTGGGACCTGGGCCAAATGAAACCTCTTTGTCAATGGTACAATGGATGCGAAGCGTCTATTTGTTTGCGCAAGGTCGCGCTGCGCTCGTACCTTATACACTGGACCCTCCCTCCATGTTTGTCTTTGACGTGTCGAACGCGTCGAGTCCGTTCGTACTGAACCCGACCACAAATTTCGTTATCTTTGATTCGCCCATCAACCGAATTGTCGTCACCGCTTCGCAAACGCAAGCGTACGCCCTCAGCAGCGATGGTGTTTTGTACCGACTGGACATTAGCAACCCCTCGCACATTGCGATTTCACAATCCCTCAACCTCAACAGTAGCGGCATCTGTATCGGACTGGATATTGTTGAGAAGCAGTCGCGTGCATATGTGGCTTCTACAGGGGCAACCGGTCTGATTGTCGTGGATATCTCGGGGAGCACCATGTCCGTCCTGTCGAACACACCAGGACTCGGTGGCGCAACATCCGTGGTGGTGCGGCTGCCGTTCGCGTACGTTTTCGAAACCAACACACTCATGACGTCATTCCGGCTGGCGGTCTATAGGGTGACAAGCGACAGCGATGATTGTGGTGCACAAGCAATTATGACGCCTACCCTCGTGGGGAGTGTCACCACACCCGCGCTACTATCCTATGCGACGTTACGACCCGACGGCGGTGCCTTGACAACGACGACGGGTGCAATTGTGTACGCTGCAACTTACACAGGTGCGCCATTCCTATACTGCATTGACGCCAGGGTGCCCACGGCTCCTTCTGTCTCTACACCCGACGGTGTTGCTCTCGGGGGCAGTACATTACCCCAAAATGTGGCGCGACTCGTTTTTACTAATCCCAACGCACTCTTCACAAATAGTTTGAATGGTATCGTATCTTCCGTGGCGGTGCAAGACGATACGCCCACGCAGCCCATTCTAAAATAAGCACCTTTGCAACAGGTGCGACACTTACGGGCGCCTGCTTTATCGAACCAGGCCGAAATGTCCTGTATCTGCCGAACCGAACGGGTGAGTCTTGGCCGACAGTTCTCAATACCTTGTGCACGTTCTTCCCAGTCGGTTGTACAGGTGTGGCCATTATTGATTGCTGTCTTTTTGTCAACGGCGAAATCATTGGCGTGAGCGGGCCACAGGTCGGCGCGACCGGTCCGCGAGGAAGCACGGGCGCGACGGGAACACAGGGTGCATCTGGTTTACAGGGGAATACGGGTGCGACGGGTTTTCAAGGAAGCACGGGCCCGTCAGGCCTCGCGGGTGCAACTGGTCCACAGGGAAATACTGGTGCGACTGGGCCCCAAGGAGCAACCGGATCCCAAGGTAACACGGGTCAAACCGGGAGCAGCGGTGTGACAGGTTTGCAAGGAAGTACAGGCGTAACTGGCAGTACGGGTGTAACGGGTCCGCCAGGAAGTACAGGTGCAACTGGCATTACGGGTGTCACAGGGCCTCAAGGAAATACCGGCGCAACTGGTAGTACCGGTGCAACTGGCCCGCAAGGAAGTACGGGCGCAACTGGCAATATGGGCGCAACTGGACCGCAAGGAAATACGGGTGCAACCGGCACAACTGGTGCGACAGGCCCACAAGGAAGTACGGGTGCGACTGGTACAACTGGCAGTACCGGTGCAACGGGCCCTCTTGGAAGCACGGGTGCGACTGGTCCATCGGCACCGTTTGTACTTGTGGGACCGATTGTCGGGCCCACCGGCCCATTTGATATTATTGTTCCCAGTGGGTGCACGACGGCGCGACTGTCGATGTGTGGTGGAGGTGCCGGTGGCGCAAGCACCGCCGCCCCCGCACTGGGCGGAGGAGGCGGGGGTGGTGCGGGGGCCATTGTGGGGTACCCCTTCGCGGTCGTGCCGGGAAATGTCGTGAGCATTGTCAGTGTTGGTGGACCCGGTATTGGTGGTGCCTTCTCACCGGGTGGACCCGGCACGAACGGGGGCGATACGCACGTTTCCGCAGGCATTGGGTACGATTTTATGGCATTTGGCGGCTTGGGCCAGCCACTTGCGACGCGAAGTGATGGTGGTTCCGGCTCGAGCATTGCGAACGTTACACTGCCCTCGCCCGCGCCTGGAGGTGGTGGCCTAACGCCTGGAGGCTTTGGTGGAAACGGCAACGCCGGTCTATGTGTCGCATCGGGCGCGGGTGGAGGTGCAGGAAGCACTCTCACCGGAGGAGGGCCCGGTGGGTCCGTCGCGGGGGGTGTTGGCGGTTTCGGCGGTCTCGCACCAGGTGGTGGCGGCGGAGGGGGAGCCTGCGCGTTTGGTAACGGAGGCAATGGTGGTCATGATGATGCGACACCACCCACGTCGGGCACTGGGTTTGGCGCCGGAGGAGGAGGCGCCGGTGGGTTCGCCACTTCAAGTCCGGCAGGAGATGGCGCCAATGGCCGACCAGGTTTTGTCACTCTCATCTTTTCACCCTAAGAAAAACCCCAGAAAAAAGAACAATTAAAACACACAAGAGTACGATGCGCACATGTACTAATATACTCACATTATGCTCACAACAAATACTATTGTCACTTACATGAGGTAACTCCTCGATCGACAATGTCCATCTCCTGCGGTGTCATTATAACCGACCTCAATTCGCCAGACTTTTTCTCCTTCAACGTATTGCTCCAAGATCTTGTACGGGTTCACTTTGCTTTTCCGATTCGTCTTGATCCAACCTTCACCATAGTGATCATGGCGCGGATGTATACAAATGACAAACCAATTCTTGAATGTTTTCTCACCTCGCACTTTTACGATGCGCACTATTCCTGGCTGGAAATCGGTTTTTGCCCCGTAATAAATAGATAGAGTAATCTCCTTTCGATTTTCAGTTCCAGCATTCAGACGATCAAAGTATGATATTGCCCTGTCAAGTGTCGGCTCAAGACCATGCCATGTCGCAGTAGGATGTGCACAACCCATCGCGCGCTCTCTTTTTTACTGTAATGAGACACATGAACATACAGGCAGAAACTTGCAAGTTTTGTTGTTCTTACTGTGTGAAAATACACACTCACACATGAACCGGTACCCACCCACATCCATCGACATGATCCGACACCTGCATGCCGCACATTTTGGCCACGTAGCGCACCACAATACCATGCGTCAAACACCACACAGGTCCCGCAGCCTCGCGTGCGTCGTCTCCGTCGTCGGCACGACGTGTCGTAGTGACGACTGTCGGATCACGCCATCGCAGTCCATTCAGATGCTGCTTGACACGAAATTGCAACTGCCACTTCGATTCGTGTAGAGGCGGTTTGTACATGAGCGTATCTGCGCGCACACCTAATCGTTTCATTTCCTTACTGCTGACATACTTGGAGAGTAACGTGTCAATGTACACTGGCACGGTGATACCGGTTTGGCGCACCAATTCATCTTGCATGTAGTGCGCTGTTTGACGCGTACGGAGGTATGGGGAACAGAGGATAACACTAGGAAAGCCATAACGTTCACACAAGTCCAGTGCTGTTTCTTGCGCCTGGGTTGCACCTGCCTGAGTTATTGGAGTGTCGTGTTTAGGGCAGGTGGCGCATCGTACATCCTCGGCGTGGCGCATGTATACAATCATCTTTGGATACTGCTCACTCATCATCGTTTTTTTGGTGATGTTTCCTTTCCGTTGTAGAGAGAAAGACGCTCTTCTTACAAACCATCCATGGTGTGTGTGCGCCTTGTCTTTTACTATAGTGTGATCACTACCGTATATAATCATCAACTTGGAGTGTTTCTGTATGGTTCCGACAACTGTGTGACTACCCACTAACATGGACATGCACAAACAATGTATAACCAACTCGAGTTGTGAGGAATTTTGTATAAGAAACCCTTGAGGAGGTACGGTTTATTGTCCACTCCAATACAGTGGACACATATGCATCTTCAGCACCCACACATACTCATGTCGGATATACACATACATGATGTTTATGACACATAAGAATGGGAAGAATGTGTGTCTCCGTACATTGGGTAGTAGTAATGTTACACGAAACTCGAGTTGTCATATGAAGTCTATTGTGATCGGGTCAAGTATATACACAATGGCGCACATACATACTCTCCGTACCACGAGATGATGCGCATTGGTATGTGTCTGTGTAGGATTATTTATGCGCAATGTAAGCCACCGTTCGTAAATCTATATCGTATATAGTAAAGTCCGTAAGTTTTGTGTGTTTCTGACCTTCTTTGTTAACAACATTGACATGGATCAGGCGCACCTAGCGGCGTGGAAAAAAACATTGAAAAACTCGCAGAAGCAAGGCGGCGCGTATCCCGACAGTTCTTCCGGTGCAAGTTGGATAAACGAATGTGAATGCTGTCCCCGTAACAAACACGCACGTGGTGCAACAGGTGTAACGGGGGCAACTGGTGCTAGTGGCTTGCAAGGACCGTCAGGTCAAACAGGAAGTACTGGTGTCAGTGGTGTACAAGGCTTCGCAGGTAGCACCGGAAGTACCGGGCCGACTGGACTACAGGGCACTAGTGGTAACACTGGCAGCACCGGACCGAGCGGAGTGCAAGGCCCAAGTGGTAACACTGGCAACACCGGAAGTACCGGACCGAGCGGTATCCAGGGTTTGACTGGCAGCACCGGAAGCACCGGACCGAGTGGAGTACAAGGCTCCGCAGGCAACACAGGAAGCACCGGAATTACTGGTTCGAGCGGTATCCAGGGTTTGACTGGCAGCACCGGAAGTACTGGACCGAGTGGCGTGCAAGGTCTTAGTGGGAGCACCGGCAACACGGGTAGCACCGGAGCGAGTGGAGTGCAAGGTCTTGTTGGCGACACCGGCGCGTCTGGAAGTACTGGACCAAGTGGTGTGCAAGGACCTGTTGGTGGCACCGGAAGTACCGGACCGAGTGGACTACAGGGATTCGCCGGTAACACGGGTAGTACAGGACCAAGTGGACTACAGGGCCTTCCAGGTAATACGGGTAGTACCGGGCCAAGTGGACTACAGGGCTTGACAGGTAACACGGGTAGTACCGGGCCAAGTGGACTACAGGGCCTTGTCGGCACCACGGGTAGTACGGGGCCTACCGGATTCACAGGTGCAACAGGTCCGAATATTCCTGTCGTTGGTTTCTTTGCAGTGAAAAACACGGATCAGACGTTTATTTTGAACACCATTCCCGAAACAACCATCATCGACTGGACCATTCCGGCTGGTAGTGGTGGTTTCAATACTGGTCAGTTCAATATTGCGACGGGCATCTATACGTGTGATCGAAATGGGTTTTATACGATTTCCGCGGGGGTGACATTGTTATGTATTCCCTCTGTGGGAACCCTCGATACCATTGCGTTTTGCCAAATTGCCTTTGTCGATACGGCGGGACCAACGCACATTGCCGCAGCGGTCGCGAGTCTATCGATCCCGTCGGCCGCGGTCTTAGGACCTGGAGGTGTATGGGCGCAGGCGTACCCGGTGTCGCTCACCGCTGCGTTGAATGTTGGCCATACATACGCGCTAACCATTACGAGCACCAGCACGTCTGGTGCATTTAGCGGAACGATCGCAGTCTCTCAAGCGTACCCAACATCGTTTAGCATTGAACTGCTCAACCTACCATAGAGAGGAAAGATCATAAACTTGTCACAATAAAGAAAATCACGGACTGAGCCAAAACCAGATTCGTTTTCATGAACGGATGTGTTTGTTTATTACGCAGCGATGGGTGACGGTGGAACCGTGCAGACGCACACACAATGTTTATCTCCGTCCACTTCGAAACGCGGCTCGCACTGTGCTTGACAAAATCGCCCTCCATAGACGCCGTCAAGGGCAAAGTCTTGGTATCGTTGACTAGGCGAGCGCAAAAATGCAAACTTGCCCGGATACATACAGTGATTGGCGAATTGGATATCGTTGCACCGTACTTGATCGGCCGTGTAGCGGACGCTGAAAAAGCCCGCCGGCACACTCGCGCGCAACACGGGTGGCGTAATGCGCACCGTCTCTACCTTACTACAGGGCATGTTGGGGTCGCATGCATCGGACGCCGCACTTGAAGACGTGGCTGAAATTGTCGCCGCCGGCGCAGTGGTCGCCGCGATGCCAACGATATTCTCATCTGCGCGATGATGCACCACATGGACAACATTTGTATCCTTTATGCCGCTTTCGTTCGCGCCAATAATTGCCGCAGCAGCAGTGGTAGCGGCCGTCGCTGGTGTCGTTGTTACGGCAGTCACCACGGGTGGTAAATTTGGATGAGGCACTTCGGCCGACGCTGACACGACAGCCTGAGCAGCAATTGGCAATTGTGGGTGAGGCACCACCACAGGTGACGGCGGTGGTACTGCGACTGTAGCAGCAGCGGCGACAGCGGGAGTCGTACTGATATGGACAACCGGACAGCACTGCGCGCCGTACACGTACTGCTCTCCGAGCGTGATATCACAGACACGACACGCCGGACCTCCCATTGCTGCCACTCCGGGTGGTCCTGTTGCTACGTACGCCGTTGGAGGAGTAATCACGCTCGGCGCTGTCCAAAAGTATATCAGTAGAAGGATGAAGAAGATGAGAATGAAAATTGTCCAGAAATTGATACACGGTCCTTTCGCCATCTCTGCGTGTCTTGTGTGTACCGTTTGTTTATACAAAGCGAACTAACAACAAACAAATGATGGAACCGGAAGAGGGAAATCTTCTTTCGTGCGCGTTAGAGTATGCTACACTACGCGCAGGTGTATGCACGTATTCTCATACACACACGGACCCCTGGTTTATCCTTATAGAAAGAGGACATTTAATATATTAGAGGTACGTCCACACATACACGCATTGTACACACGTCGATAGCGGTATATTATGTGGCGCGTTCTGCATATATACGGGCATATCAACGCCCGCAGTATGTCCCCTCACCCTCTACCTTCGCACAGCACACACAACGGCATTGCTCCTTATCATACGTGACGACGCTATGGGTGGCATCTGGACCACACAGCGACATTCGGCGGACATTACGACTCATGGACGCATCTCCGCACGCGGGTCCGACTGCATTGCTGCAGATCGGACAGGTGGTGTTATGGCCGTCGCACGTGCACGGGACGAACGTCTTTGCGCTCATACATGTCCCTACCTTGTATTGGCACTTCGGTCCGGCGAGATCGTCCGACGCACACGATGAAGATGTTGGTGGCAATGCTGCGGACGGTACCGCCGATAGAATCGGTTGTTGCGAAGAAGAAGTCGTCGCCGAGGGCGTCGCACAAATAAACACTGTGACATTGGTCGAGCCCACGAGAAGGTGACCTGAAATAATAGGGATATGCCCATCCGCGCACGCATAACAGGGCGTGCGTGGGTCCAGGCATTGAGTTTGTACGTGTGTGCCCGATGGGGGCTGTCGGATTGCCATGGGTGGCTTCATGATGAGCACTCGTTGTGGTTGCGGTACCGGCGCCAAACCAACATTGCTGCGGCAGCACGATACCTGTATACCGTGCAGGCACTGTGGATCGTCAGGGCAAGGATCTAAAGGAGCTTGAATTCGCTCCGTGTGGGAGATCTTGCGGTTCTCGTACAGAGCCTCCAGTACGGGGGCGCGGATTCCAATAATGGTCCACACGGGTAGTACATCGCCGGTCTTGTTTTGGTAGACTCGGAACGATTGCACATGCTGTTGTGCAGTGGATGATGGCAGTGTTGTTGTGGTGTCGTCCGATGGCGGGGGAGACAAGTAGAAACATTGCTGCATCCCGTGATCGGAGGTTGTGGTGGAGGACCATGCATCCGGACATGGGGCGGGCATGAGTTGTACGAGGGACGCTCCGTCCGGATGTGCGATGCGCATCAACATGTTAGAGTTGCGCGAAACGAGCGGACTAAGAACGGCTATAAGCAGGAAAATGAGTGCCAACGAGATGAACCACGAGGACGACGATGGTTGCAACGTCGTGGTAGCATCTGCATCGACGTTGTTGACACGTTGCGTTCTCGCCCGCTGCGCGGCACCACTCACTGCGGAGGCTGGTAACTGTTGCTGCTCCTGCTGTTGCATGTACGCTACAATATTGTGTGAGGCCTTTCTTTTCTAGATGCCTTTATCTTTCGGTAGGCATAATTTGTCTGGCGGCGCTGTTTGTGCGCGTAGAGGAAAATGGTTGCGGCTGCGAGCACAAACAAATATATGCACTAAAGTGCGTGATGAAAAACACGGCGCATTCTATATATAATCACTTGTGTGTTATTAGGGACAGCGGTACATACACGAACGCGAACATATATACACAACCATGTGTGAAATGATGCTCGAAAAAGTGGCCTTGACATGGACGAATAATATGTACGCTGAAAAAAACCCTGTCTGATTGATGGTAAGAGAAAGAGAACACCCCGCGTAATAATCATTGTGTTAAGAAATCTTGAGAGAAGGGTCGGAGACGCACCGTGTGAGGAGGGAAACAAACAAATACATTACTCAATATGGCGCAAGCACAACAACAACAGATGACACCGCATCTTGCGCCAAAGATTTTGCACCAGATCTGGTTTAATTTCTCAGAAGACAACGACCCTGAGAAGGCCGAGGTGCCGCTAAAACTCCGTCCAATGCAGCAATCGTGGGTCAACCAACATCCAGACTGGAAGTACGTGTTGTGGTCACGCCCAAAGGCCGACGAGTTTATCGCACGTCACTTTGGGTGGTTTTTGCCAACGTGGCAATCCTACAAGTCCGACATCTATCGCGTGGATGCGTTGCGATACCTGATTCTGTATTGGTACGGCGGTGCGTATATTGACATTGACGCCGAGTGCCACAAACCGCTGGACGAGTTGCGCGCACACAGTGTCGTACTCGTCGGTACGCCGCACTCCAAAATGTGGTTGAGTAATTACTTTATGATGGCGCATCGGCGACACCCCTTTTTCCTGTACTGTCTTGAGCATTTAAGTTCAATGGCTGACAGCGGACTGCACTGGAAAAACTCTTTTGTGAGTACGATGACGATGGCCGGACCCGCCTATCTTACGTGGTGCTATTTCAAGTATGGTGGAACAACGGCAAATGAAGAAATTTATGTCATGCACCACTGCTACTTTGGCGCCGGACGCGAACAGTGTCGAAGCATGCTGCGCGAGCAAGGCGATGTCCCCTTTGCGGACCACCAATTTCACTCATCCTGGGGTGCCCAACGCCGAGCATGGGCGGATATCGTGCGCCTACTCGCCGCCTTGATCGGCATCATCGTCGTCAGTTTCATCTTATTTGCCGCTGGACGCCGTCACAATAGCGGTCGTCGTTAATGGGAAAAAGAAGTTAACAACACCCGTCTTGTTCAACAAACTTGTGTACATAAAACAAAACAAATTCGTCGCTTGTTGCACCCGCACGATTTGGGCACACACACATATATGTATAGATAGATATGGCAGATCATCACCATTCGTATTATACGTGGTGTTCAGCGTGCGCGATAGCGGCGGCGGCAGTCTCCACAACGCCACGACGGCCATCCTTTCGACAGTATGCACAAGAGCAACTTATCCTAAACGAGTACGAATTCTGGTTAGCAACACGGGCATTTCAGCAAAAAACATTTCCTCGCGTGAAAGAGATGCGACTAGAGGCGAAATGCATATGGAAAACATTTCTACACGAGAATGCACCGCAACGGGTGAGCATTTGTGCAACGACGTTGGCAAGGATAAAATCAAACCTGCGACAGCGACGGCTGCGTTACAGCCTCTTTCAAGAAGGCATGCTGGAAATGTCTAACATGTTGATGGAGCACTTTACACATTTTCGGCAGCAGTATTCAGCGGACATCCCTGTCACTGAATAAACAACTCGAGTTTTGTATAACTCGAGATATGACAGACACGCGAGCGTGCACCATACAATACCGGTCCGACTGTTGTGGTGTGTATGAAGAGTACACATACATACCTACATACATACACACTTACAAACACTCACAGAAAATGTCTGTGTTAACCACCTCGACTGACATGGATGGACAACCTACAAAAAAACAAAAACTCGAGGAGGTGCAACATACGGAAATGATGCTTCAACTCATTCGTCATGGAGCCAAAGAGCAGCACCAGACACCTGGGACAGCAGCGAACAGCAACACTCATACGACACTAACGGACGTTCACTTTTTGCAACAAACAACACCTATTTCGTCCCTTTTCAACTGGCAACGTGCGCTCGCCGTGGAGTTGTCTCGCGTGAATGATTTGCTGCAGAGACGACAGGTGGCTGAAATTACGACACAAGCGCATTGTCGCCAGGTTCGTACATATACACTTTTGTGTGATTTGCAAATAACATGCATGTGACCTAATTAATGTTGCACCACAGTTGCTCAACGAGTTAGTGCGAGAAGTTGACGCTCAGAAAATGGTTCAATGTGACGCCTGTCGCGAATCTCGTCTGGCACAGTCAAACGTTGCATGGATATCCGAAGCGCAGAAGCGACAGTTTCAATGTGCTACTGGGTGTATGCGGAGTAAGTCTCGAACGTGTGTGTTGTGTTTTGATTTGTACTGTTTAGCACCAGTGCCACTCTGTGTGTACTGCCGTGAGACCATGCAATTATCAATATAACTGTCTATATATGTACACATATTTACTTATAACTGCCGCTGCTCTTCACATGTCACGTTGAAATGCTGGCCCATCATGTTTTGCGCGTGCAGTGGCTCAAATGAGAGCACCCACGGCTGCTGTGTCTGTAAATAATCTTCCGCGCGCTTCGATTTCACAATGACGTGGCGCTGCTGACCGTACAATGTCTGTACTTCAATGTCATTGTCACGCAAATCGTTACGGCGTGTCGTCCACTCGGCCTCAGTTACCAAGTTTACATTGGCCAAGTATTCAAAGTCGTCCGACATGATGTATATATGTCTCTGTAACTGAGAAGTGAACAAGACTGAGTGTAGAGGTGTGCTTGCTTTGAATGTATATATATATAAATAGACGATTCAGACTTTTGACTCGAGATGGATGCGCATTCGAGTTTGTTTTTATATCCTAAAATGTGTGCGTGTGTGCACGTACGGGTCGCTCGAAAGACATTGTCAGTGCACGCGTGAGAAGCAAAAAATGAATGTCTGTGTCGCGCACGAAGGAGAAGAAATGATGGCGCTTGCGCCGATGCCTCTCATTACTTCGGCCACTGACGTCTTTGCGTATGTGAACCCAATTACGTGCCCCGCTGTTGGTTATGGTACCTACGGACATGTCGTTGCGCTTCCGACACATACGAACCGCGTAGTAAAACGTATGGACGACGGCAGTCCGAATGAAGAAATTGCGTCATCCACGCTGCGCGAGATGGTCTTTCTGACCAGTTTGCAGCCACATCCCGCCATTATTCGCATTCACTCCATTGGAATGGATTTGCAGAAACCGTGCATTACCATGGATCACGGTGGTATGACATTGCTCACATTCATGGAGCAGTTCACAGAGATTCCTTCGTTCTGTAGTAGTCCTTCTGGTGCGTCCATCACATATATGCATGTCCGATGTTTTTGTTTCATTTATGTGCATATCTGTACTTTATCATGCATGGTCTTTTTTGTTGCGTCTGTGTATATAGATACTGTGCGCGTCGTTCCCTTACCAATTATTCGGCGCGTGATGGTTCAACTTTTGGATGGGATCGCGCACTGCCACGCGCATAATATCGCACACCGCGATATCAAGTTTACAAACGTGCTCGTGGATCCCGTCATGAATGTTCGTTTGATTGATTTTGGTATTGCATGTCCTGGTGTCGGTGCTTCTTCGGCGGCGCCAATGCCCCATACGGACAGTATGGCTTCCCTGGGATTTCGTGCGCCTGAGATGTTGTTAGATCCTTGTTGGCGTGGCTACGATCCGTTTGCGATTGACATGTGGAGTGCGGGCGTGATACTGCTCGGCCTACTCCTTGGTGATTCGGTACCACTCGGATCCTCCAGCATAGAGCAATGTTTAGCGCGTATCGCGGAATTGGTTCCCGTTCAACAACATGATTCTTCTGTTGTCGGTGGTGGTCCTGCGACGACACAAGATAATACCACAGCCTTGATGAATCGACTGAGGCGAGTGTTGCCGGATCTTTCACGGCGAGCAACGGCTATATATCCACTTGACGCACGGTTGGAGTTTCGGTATCGGGCGGCCTTGTCATCATGCGATCCGGAACTATCGGCCGCACTCGACTTGGTGTTGTGGCTTTTAGCGTGGTTGCCCACCGCACGACCTTCTGCAGCGCAAGCGCGACAACATCGGTTTTTTGTCCCAATGTTGCAACTCTCCGTGACACCATCCACCACCGTGACCACACTGCCATGGAATGCGACGGCGCGACTGTGGCTTTCTCAAGATATTGATGATGATTATCACGGTGCTGCGGCAGCGCATGGTATTACGATTGTCGAGTATGATAATCATCATGAGAGACTTGCGCGCTGGATTGAGATTATTCATTATCGAATGGCCCTTCGTAACGGAGTAACCGATGGCTTTTTCGATTCGCGCTCTACATCGCGCCTGGCACATCGACTGTTGGATTGTTACTTGACCTCACGTCATCCTTTGAAGACGGAATCTGGGATTAATGACTTTTTCATTCCGCTCTGCTGCTGGACATTGGCCGATCGCTTCTATCGCTCTGAATCAGAACGTATGGATCATGTGGCATCGTGGATCACGGGGTCGATGGACGACACCGAGTATTTAGTGACGTTGGAGATTCATGTTTTTTCCGTCCTACTAGCGACGACAACAACGGCAGTGACAGCATCGCCGTGACAATACCGTTGCGTATGTATATGTACAACAAGTAGTGACATAGGTTTTGTATCTTCATTTAAACATGTTGTTGTAATTGTATGATTGCTGACGTGGTTGCAATACGAGGGATGTCGTTGTTGTTGCGGTGGGCCGATTCCCAAACCCACCAAATAATGACGACGCTGCGACTGGCGGCGGCGACACATTGGGTATCAAAGTAGGTGATGACATTGTTCTGTTTGCCGCAATCATCCAAGCATTAATGCATTCACGGGAACACAGTTCTTTACCATCCCTCGTAATGTACGTTGAACTACCGTGGGTGTTGTGTGTCGTAATTGCGCGCCCGCAGTGCCAACATAAAGGAAGACTACTATATTGTTGAGGTGTTGTTAACGTAGTGCGATTGCCCCCTGTGAATGAACCAAAGTCGGGTTGTGCCGTTGCTGAACTTTCATCGACATCCATGGGATCGTCGTCCGCGTCATTCATCCAAACATCCTGGTTCATGTGATTGTTTTTTTCAGACTCGTCCAGTCGCTGCTGCCGGTATCACATGGAATATCCTACGTTGCTGCTAATAAAAGGATTCCAGTCATCCCTGCTGTCGGTGTGTATCCACCGCAAACACGCACGCATTTCGGCACACATGTGTATGTAAAATAAATAGTCGCAACTCGAGTACGTGATATATTGTGACAACCGCGGCACCGAATAAATAAATAGGGGCATGTATTTATTGATGTCATATCACATGTTTGGTAGATAAATAGTAACGTATATTGTGTTTGCGTGGCTCTGTTTTTGCGCGTATGAGACAACAGCAACGCACGCATTCACTCGACGACGACGAGAATAGCATGTCGTCGTTGGAAGAACAAGAACTCTATAATGTTATGGACGATATTTGTTGGTGGTTCCCTCATATGACGCCCTCTCTGCAGCAACATGTGTTGGACATTGTTTGTTTTAAATACTACGAGTCCATCCGAAGTGCATCTTACGTGTATTCTCTCCGCGAATGGTTTGGTACAGTCGTGGCACTGTATGTAACGCAGAATCGTTTACATGTCCCAGATCATATTGAGCGTCGCATCGTGCACACGACACGTCGGTATGCGTATCTACAGCGCAAGTACAGCGCGGGCGGCAAACGTCGCGCATGGTGGCGTCGGCGTGATTTGCACATAATGATGGCATTGTTTGCGGCTTCGCGCGACAACACCTGGCTTAAGACGATTGAGTCGGTTCAACGTGATATGACAGTCCCCTTTCGCGTGCGCTGCGAGGCATGTCGTATTGTACGATTCTTTGCACGACGTGAACAATTAGACCCGCGATCGCGCAGCAACAGTGTTCTCCCATTGCATGTGCAACAACGTATTATGGCGCTGAATATATAATAGAGATGATGTGTCGTGTATTGTCATAATGAAATGAAACACACTCGAGTTGTGTGTGTGCAAAGACTGTGAAGATGCGTGAAACATAACAAGGACTGTCTCTGCCGCATTTTACAGAGGAAGTACAGATACAGATGGCTAGCACGCGCACGCGATGAAGCGACGCCGCGTTGTCGACGATGACGACGGTGATGCTGCTGTGATCGACTGTTCGCCGCAACAGCAACAGCACCATAATCACCAATGGGCCGGTGACGGTGACGGTGTCAGCGCAATGGCCACGGCCACGCCTGCCAAACGTGCCAAACTTACAGATGTAGAGAACGATAGCATTCATTTAGATTTGTGCGCTTCCGTACCCGGCGCAGCAGTAGGTCCTGCTGTTCCCGTCGTTAGCAACAGCAGCAGCAGCCACTCTGCGCCGCCACCTATATTCGCCACCCCTTCTTCATTGTTGCAAACATCGACATCATCGCCTCAGCAGCAACAGCAACAACGACGCCGGCGTCGCAATCCCACATCCGGTCGGGCGCGGCGCCGTTCGAGTCAAGCAGGCACATCCGCGTCCTCTTCTTCATCGAGTGATGCGGCGTCATCTCCGAGACCAGCAGTAGTGCGATCGTTTGAAGAAGGTGATTACGAGCATCTCCCTGTTGTTACTCGTCTCCGTCGCATTCACGGCAGCACACAACAGCGGTTGCATTTGCGCGATGCGTTCATTCAAATTATGCGCAGCATACCGCAAACATGTACGGTGACGATCCAATGGAGTAACGTTTTGCAGCCCGAACGCTACCTCGGCGGTGGTTCGTACGGGCACGTTTATGCGTTCCGGTCGCGGGAGCTCGCTCTCCCATTTCAAGTTGCTATCAAGGCCATCTACACGTCACGTCAGCGTCTGAGTGAAGAGGAACAAGAGCAATCCGCGCTACTTGACGGCGCGGCGGCCGCTGCAGCACTATCGCCAGTACCACCACCTCCCTGTAGTCGTGGCCGTGGTCTTTTAGAAGTGCCCGATGACGTGGCGACGCGTATGCACGAAACTGATTTTGACACTGCCATGTTGGAGATACAGGCGCAGAAATTGGTGTCTCAGTTTGTGGAAAGTCGCGTGTGTCCGCACTTTCCATTGTTTGTGCGCGACGCGTACGAACAGGTGCCCGCTGGTGCTGGTCGCCGTTCCGTGACGTCGTCCGCACGACGGGAACGAGAGACACAGTATAATATGCGCACGGTGCATCTCGTGATGGAGATGTGTGACGAGTCATTGAATATGTGGTGTGTGCGGCGGCGTCGCATGCCCCGGCCCGTGTTGAGCATGCTCTTTCAAGTATCGATGGCCATCTGTTGGATGCATATGACACACGGCATGGTTCACAACGATCTCTATGCGAGAAATATCATGTGCAACCACGTGGACCGTCGCCTCGTACATCGCTATCGCGTCGGTAGTCACACGTGTTTTGATGTCCCGCTATGTGGCTACCTTTGGAAGGTGATGGACTTTAGTCTGGCGACATCACCTAGCGTACTGCGTCGGTTGCACACGGCCGAGTTCAATGTCGGCGGTCGGCCGACGTTTGCAAACGCGGGAGAATTCGTGCAATGCGTCGACCCGAGCAACACGTACAACTTTGCCGCCTACAGCCGTGATTTGCTTTGCTTACTGTGGTCCGTCGTGCGGCAGAATGAGGACCACACAGGGACGGTACCACCGAACATTATCAACTGGTGTTTATATGGGATTGAGTACGTGGCGCAGTTGCTATCACTCCCTACTGGAACATCATTGCATGACTCACCTGTGGAGTTGGTGCGGACGGTCATTCACTTGTTCTCGCCGGAAACGCTCGTCATGTATCATATTCCTCCCAACATTTTTGCACCGCACACGGATCTCAAGGACGGAGAGATTCCAACTTTTGTACTCGCATCGTAATTATACATGTGTTTCTACATATATAGATACTGTATTTTCCAGATTTGAGTACTCCTTGTTCAAAAAATAGATTCACCAATGCGTACTAGTGTGAGAGAAGCGCCGACATCCTCAATCGTACGTATCGACCATGCGGGCTGCCCGATGGTGGAACTGCTACTAAAATTGAACAACTGCAATGTTTGCCCACTCTGCAGTTGGGCGATACCAGTCCCTTGGATGTAGAACGAGGGCTGGCCAGGTTGATTCTGGTACGTGATGGATCGTTGCACGTAGCGGAGTTGTGACATGGGTGACCCGTTCAGCGTTGTGCCAATGTCGATGTTGCCCACGAGTGCCCCGCCACTGTACGTGGTCGACGCAGGATCGTATGCCACGCTCCACTGAATGAGGTATGTGCCCTGTAGGTTGATCGTGATCGTAGTGCGTCCGCTATCGATCGTTGGACTGTTCGGTGTGGGGCCGACTACTGTCTCGGGAAGTATGATGGCTTCTCCCGGAGCGAGTGGATAACGCTCAGCGTCGTTTGCGCGAAGCCAGAATTGAATAAACGCCGTCGTGACCGCCGTTGACGGACCGGTCGCTCCTGTGGCACCTGTCGCACCGACTCCTCCGGGCCCAACACCAGTGTTACCGCAGAAGACGTTGACGCAACATCCACACTTCTTTTTCTTCCCACAACATTTATTGCTGCAGCCACCTCCACAACAGGTCGTGCCGGTTGCCATGGTATGTATGCTCTGTGTATGTAGTGCACACACTCACGCACACCTCCCTTTACCATGAGACATCTCGGCAAAAAATGTTTTGTATGGACCCTACACAATAAAGGTGCGAGTGTGTATTACGTTGTATGTTGTGAGTGTTAGCAAATTTTTTTTGGAACAAACAACAAACACGTACTCTTCATGAGCGGAAACAACGGAAGCGGCACGTCGGCCACACCGTCTGCCGTGTCCATCATGAGTCTCGACGAGGCGGCACGGCGCATCCAAATATCGCTCATTGCACGTGCAGCACTTGTGCGTGCTGCGAATCAACAACGGCAATACGCGGCTGTGAAAAGGAAAAAAGAACAACAACAACAACAACAAACGCAAGCGTCGCACGTTGGCGGAAATGAACATCATCATGATACCACCACCACCTCGAACGGAAGTGATGCTGCTGGCAAAAAGAAAACATCATCATCAGCCACATCAAAACGGGGATCCGCCGCAACAGCAGCGGGAGCAGCAAAACAACAACAACACGTTCCAGCGCGCAATGCCAAATCCTCTGCGACATCCTCAAAATCATTGCGCAAGAGTGCATTGGAGCCATTGCCGACGACAACGACGACTACTGTATTTGTCCTTGGTGAGCAGGGCGCTACTGGCGCGGCGGGACGAGACGGTGCAAGCGGAGCACGAGGACCACGCGGCCTTCCTGGACTGCCAGGTCGACAAGGATCGGCAGGCCTGCGCGGCGAACAAGGTGCGACCGGCATTCAAGGTCAACAGGGCCTGCAGGGTCGACAAGGTGCCACTGGCATACAAGGTCAACAGGGCCTGCAGGGTCGGCAAGGTGCGACGGGCATTCAAGGACTGCAGGGCGAACAAGGCCGACAAGGTGCGACGGGCATTCAAGGACTGCAGGGCGAACAAGGCCGACAAGGTGCTACGGGAATACAAGGCCTACAAGGTCTGGAAGGTCGCGCAGGCGCAACGGGACTGCCAGGTCTGCATGGCGAACAGGGTCAACAAGGTGCCACCGGTATACAAGGCTTACAGGGCTTCCGAGGTCAACAAGGTGCCACCGGAATGCAAGGCCTGCAAGGTGTAGAAGGCCGGGCCGGCGCAACAGGAATGCCAGGGCGAGACGGTGACATGGGTCCGCGCGGCGAGAGCGTCCTGCACCAACGCGTCGTGTTTGTGGATCCCAAGTATGCTACCGCGGACAGCCGCGTTGAGTGTGGTGCGGCACCAGCGCGATCACTTGCACACGCATTAGAGTTACTTGCATCGCATTTGGAAGAGGCGGCCACACCACACGAGAAACTCAGTCCTGTACCATGGGTCATTCAATTTTCGCCGGGAGAACACACCATCGGTGATATTGTTTTCCCTACAAACGTCGAACTGATTTTGCAGGGTACACATACCGGTGCCACAACGTTACTCGGAAGCATCACTGTCCCGGCGGCTGTTCGCGGAGGCGGATTGAGTGATCTTACCTTGCGCAATATGGCGTCTGTTGCGACGACAACAATGGAAGCCGGAAATCATATCGCGGCTGCCGTGCTCACGTTTAGATCGAGTGAGGAGGCGACAGACGGAGGACTGGTCCCACCTTTAGCATCTGAACAGCCCTGCCTTTTCAACGTGCAACGTGTTCATTTTGATGTGGTGCATTACCATTCTCTGAATCCTGCGTCCGTGCAAACCATTATTTCCATCGGGAGCAGGTCTCGCGCGCGCGTTCACAGCCGTGCGTGTCGTTACACACTGAACACACAAGCATCCTATATACCCGTGCAACAGAGCGTGTGTGGGAACACAAATATCGATTGCATCGTGCATATTGCGGCAGCAACATCTGCGGCGTCGTTTACGTCGAATGGAGACGATTTTCAGTTGCACACTCACAATCGATACGCGGACGCGACGACACCTCGAATCGCCATTATTTATGGTGGTGATAGTGGCGCATATTATGATGTGTCCCATGCGAGTATTGCTCTCCACATTCACAATTGCTTCGGTCCCGGCACAATCACGCCTGTCAATGCGGCGGTTGCTATACTGCACGGCGGCCGTGCTGACATTCACCATTGTCATGTGGCGTGGAATGACGCCACGGACTATACGCGTGTGCCAGAAAACGCCAGCAACAACTCGTTCTCACTGCTTTGGAGGGGCGCAGCAGCAGCAGCAGCAGCACCACCACCACCAGGCATAGTGCAGGTCTCGTCATCATCTGGCGACACAACAATGACAACATTGTCCTACATTCACACCGTCATCCGTTCCACCGTATCGGATTCGGCGATTCGACACATCGTGTTCATGTGTCGCGGCGGAGGCAACAATGGTGCGTCCATCTTGGATTGTTCATGGTCCGGACAGCATCCTCGTGATGATGATATACGCCCTCGCATCCCCGACGATCAAAGTTCGAACCTAAAGTATCGCGTCACTTACGGCAATGGTACTACGAGTACGTCCGCTGGGTTAGCCCTCGGGACGAGATCATTTGTGGCAACAGGAGCACAACCATCGTACCACGTATCAGATCGCGACAGCACCATCCTTGCGGACGTGGCTACAACCGATCACGCCGTGATCACGTTGGCACCATGCGCGGCAGGCGGCAGCAGCACCATCTCCGGCGAAGGGCGTGTTGTGATCATACGCCGCGTTGACACACATCCATTGAACAGACTCACCTTGCAAAGTTGGCACGGTGACACAATTGAAGGCAAGACGTCCATACAACTGGACGTCGGCGAAAGTATTATGCTCCACGCCGATCCAGCCGGAAACGTGTGGCGATGTGTTGCACGACACGGAAACGATGTCTCCACAACACCCTTTGTCGCGAACGGTGCGTACACACTGTCATACGCGAACGGTACGGCGCTCGACTGTCACTACGTCGGACTAGGTTGTCACGCCGCAGAGTTTGGAGATGTAGCCTTTGTGATGCCCGTTGTCAATGAAGCACATCTGACCCGCCTCAGTGTGCAGGCGACGAATAAGGGCGTCAACTTGTTATTTTACACTGGCGTGAAGCAAATCGATGTTGCCTTTGATTTGGCCGTTGCAGCATTTGGTAGTACCACTCCAGTCAGTGCCGGCGCTTCCGCGCCCGTTGCGGTTCTTAGTTTCACACAGGAGAATCAAGTGCGGTCTGCGACTGTTCCCATGTCTGCAGCGCTCCAACCCAACCAACTCGTCGCACTGCGAGCGCACATTGTTCGTGTGTTATACCAGGACGTGCCTGTGCCAGTCTCTCTGAAACTGACATCGACCAACGCAGGTGCCCGAGTGACCGAAACATTGTAATAGTCGCCAAAATGAACGTATGAACGTATGCGCACTCCATTCAAACAGTATCGTTACAATAAATTTTTGCAAAAGGAAATATTTTTTGTATATATAATACATACGCATTTACAACAAGATACGGATACGTATTTATGCGTAATAAGAATCCTTTGCTGGTGCGGTCGCTGTCACACCAGGGGTCGATTTTAACGCTTTTAGCATTGCGTTGAGGACCTCAATCTGATTCCTCACTGCAGGAAGAGTGCTGCCTTTCAATTTTAGGTAGGGTCCCTTGAAGCGCACGCCGGTCACTTCGCTCGGAGTCGTGTCCGTGAGAAGGTGGAAAGAATCAAGAGTTCCCTGTTGGAATCGTAAATACAGGTACCAGTCAATATTATCGGTATATGCCGACAAACTGCTCATATTTCTATGTGTTGTTACAAGACGATTTCAAAACGTGGTGAAACAGATGCTACATTGTTTGTGGTGACGAAAGTGTGACATGACTTTCTTTGTTTATATCGCATTTCATCCATAACAGTAGCATTGCAGAACAGCAAAATATATATTCTAAAATAAGTGACTTCTGTTTTATGAATGTGACAGAGATGGAACTTATATTGGTTTATTTATGGTTCGTCATTGGCACCATCCGTGCGGCCGTATCTTCGGAGCATACGCGTTCGTTCCTGACAAAGATAGTCGTCCGGATTGACTGGTTGTGCAGAAAATTGATTGTATGTGTCAGCACCCCATTCACGACATATGGCCATGATGCGAGTGTATCCTCGGGGAGCAGCCTCCCAGTAGGCACCCGTCACATCGATCGCTCCGAGCGTGTCGTGGCAGAACCGCAGCACCTCTTCATGGTTGTTGGCTGCACCTAGCAATAACAAACTGTTGGCCGGCTGTGTTGCACCCCATTCGAGGCACATGCGCATGATTTCAACGTGACCACCCACAGCCGCATTGCAAATCAGTTGATTGAGCAACCTAATACGGTAGGAGTCCCCGAAAAAGGCATGGAATGGAAGAGCGTCGGCTGCTTGCATGACATCGGGTACGTGTTGTTGATTCTGAAAGCGTTCGTACAAAATGCGCAGAATATCCGCATGGCCCTTTGTACTAGCATTTTCCATCGCGAGGGGGATGTCCCGCGCGCCCCATTCTAAGCACAAGAGCACAATGTCGGTGTGACCGCCCCGCGCTGCCTTTTCAAGCGCCCAGTTGATATTACGGGCGCCGTAGGTATCTCGAAACACATGCACGAGTCGGGTATGACCCCCGCGGGCAGCCCATGCCATACACCAGTTTGCAAGTTTGATGTAGTGCTGCTCCGGCGAAATGGCCAATTCACCAACAGTAAATAAATGGCCACCCCGCGCACCATACGAAACTATGTCGCCCACATTAGATGTGGACCAGCGGTATAGGCAATGGTGGACAATATTTCTGTGGCCCCCACGCGCTGCGTTACGTGCAATGCGACACACGAGAGAGTTCGGCCATCGGTGCCGTGCAGCGGCAATATTCTGAAGAAGAGGCAACGACGCATTATTATGGCGCGCCACATCAGCCAAGCTCGACGGATGTACGCGTACATGTAATGCAAGCTTCTGCCATCCGCGACACGCACGGTTACATAATGGGAGCATCAGCAAACAATATTTGCCCAGAATGTGCGATATGACATCCGGACATAGTGCGTCCATGGTAGCGAGTACGTAAGTACATACACACACCCCGATGCCGGATTCCTAGTTGTGAGATGATACGTTACTGTATATTACAGGACAATGAGCTCTTGCTAACAACAAAATTACGTACAACTCGAGATATTGCACTCCAAAAAAGTTGCTATCTATTAACCGCGGGTCAGTAGTGTGAGACCCATACGGGCTAAGAAGGACAGGGTGCGTTGGTAGGAAGCATCCACCAACCGTTGTTTGACAATGGGGTCGACAAAGAGCGTTAGAGACGACACGCCAGGGGTGGGCAAAAGTAGAACGTTGGGTAGGTGGCACTTGAACTCTCGCATGAACGTTGCCAACCCACGACTTTTGTTCAGTGTTTGGAATAGATTCGCAATGTAGTCCACAATAGAATCCAAGTGTGGTGGGGCAGCGTGTAGCGTATTATTATTATTACTGCTGTTTCTTGTTGGATGACTTGTTCCTGATGGTGTTGTTGACCTGCTGCTACTGGGCAATGCGCGATTGTCTTCTTGCGCGTCATCATCCTGTTGTTGCGGTTCCTCCTGCTCCACATCAAAGGCAAACACAAGAATGACACTTTGAGGTCCCGACAGACGTTGCACACCATCATAGGGCAGTCCGTTTGCGATACCACCGTCCACCCAATACTGGTTGTGCCACCGCACTGGTGCAAACACGAGCGGTATCACCATGGAGAGCGCGACAGCCCAGTATGCGGGCACATCTGGATGGTCCACGTCGTTGAGTTCGACGCACTGTTGCGTTGTGACGTTGGTGACCGTGGTCAACAAGTGGCAGCCATGCAGCGCCGATACTTGTGCCAATGTCTCCAGCCCATCACTCGGACGGCCCGTGATACGCGCCATCTCTTCGGCCACGAGCCTGCGTACGAACCGAAACAGGGGATCCGCAGAGAAAACGCCCCACTGGGTCATGTACCGCAGACTGGCATCGATCTTCCCGGGTCGCTTCGGCCCTAGAAAGTCTTGCAAATTAATGGCGAGAATGCGGTGTATCACGTCCTGTGCGGGAACACGTAACGCGGTAAACAGGGCGAATAGCGCCCCGATGGAGGCACCTCCCGTGCAGGTGACGCGTTGCAACAGTCGCGCATTCTCAAGCGCCGCGTAGACGCCACCGTTTGCGATACCGCGACTTCCACCCCCTTCCCACGCAATCGACAAGGACGACAACATGTATGTACGAAGAAGAAATCCTTTGGTATACTACGGCGCAGCGCACGCACACATAAAGATTATATCGTATGAAGAAAGCGACAACGAGTATATGTACGTGTGTGATTGGTATGGCTAATTGTTTTCGAGTGCGCAGTGTTCGTTCACAAAAGGGTGTGTGTATTAGACAGACGATATGGGCGGGTATTTTTTAGCGGAAGACACCGGCGGGCGCAAAGGCAGCACCGGGTCTGGCGCCAGCACGGCCGAATTGCTGCTGCTGAGGGGGTTGTTGCGAAACATAGGGCACCATTGTCGCGGGCACGGTACCAAAGGATGTCTGCACCATTGCGGGAGGAGATGCGAGCAGTTGCTGTGGAGGTGACACCGATGCACGGCGCGCAGAGGTTTGCTGCTTGCGTGGGCGGCCGCGTCTGGGGTATTGTACTGGAGGGAGTTGCGACATTGTCTCCACTACCTGGCTCAATGGCCCGGGCTGGCCCATACGGCTCGCGTCAATGTGTCCACTGAGGATGTTTGTCATCTCGGCGACAATCTCGTCCATCTGACCACAATATTCGCTGAGAAGCATCCACAACAAACTCATCTTGTAAATGTGTTTCTCGACGGCATGTCCGCGTACGGGTGCGGTCGCTGGGTTCACCGAGAGGCCGGCCACGCGGTAGCCCGATCCCGACGGCACGGCAGGCAAGTGGTGCTCGAGGCCCATCGTGCGGAACAGAGCAAACACATCGCGACCGGTCAAGTGGTGATCGTCGATCAGGTGGAGCAACTGGAAGATGGCGCCCTTCTTGGCACTGCAGGTGGGGTGGGCCGTGAAGAACTCTGTGAGCGCCTGGTTCACCTCGACGGATGAGGGCGGCTCGCTCGATGGCATCTGCAACGGCACGTCTGGCACGGTCAAACCGTAGGTACCCTCCAAGACGCGCTCAATGCCGAGGTTGAGATCGTCGAGATTTCCGCAGTTGTTCACTGCCACCTGCCACAACAACGATGGCAACGGCTGGTTCTTGCGCTTGCCGCGGCGACCGGCTGTCTGCTGCTGGAACTCTAGTCCGGCGATGCGCGACTGCGCCGATGACGGGACGCTACCGTGAATGGTGCCACCGAGGCTCAACGTGCGCACAACGGAGGTCATATCGACACCGCGCCAGTGACCGGCCTTCACCAACTGGATGAAGCGACCGATCTGCTCGTGCGTACCACATTGCGGGTACGCGGCGATGAAATCGGTCACTGCCTGCTCGCCGGCGCTCAATGGTAGCGACAAAACCTCGCGTTGAGTGAGAGGCGCCACTGGTTGCTGCTGCTGCACAGGCGGCATCGTCATCACAGGTCCGGGTCCGGCGGCGAAGGGAGAGAATGGCGATACTGCAGGGGTCGGTGGCACGACGGGGCCTGGGCCGCGGAAGAGGGGTGTAAAAGGCGCTGGCCCAGGAGTGACCTGCTGTCGCTGTTGGCGTGCACGTCCACGTGTGACAGTGCCGACAGGGATTGTAACAACTTGTGACATGATATACAACTACTGACGTTGGACAATGTGTGTAAAATGAATGTGACGATGCGACTGTCGGAGTGTAGTTAACTCACACGCACAATGTATCGTCTTTAATATATATAAGTGACAAACCAAAAAAATACGAGACGACAATGTTGTGTGACGTTACTTAGCAGAAAGAGTAAGAAGAATTAGCGCGCGTAGTAGTACAACAATGCGAGACAGTGCATATCGCACCACCATCTTAAAACATGTCACGTACTCTGCCGATATTATACGCGCGACATGGAGGTGGTGTTTCGCGGGACTGGTGTTACATTATCTACTGGGGGATGTGTATGGATTTTTGTTCCTCGTGTATATTTCCATTGAGGTGTTGATGGCATGCGAATCGGTTGCCGTCCATTATCTCGCGCCCGTACAGGGAAACAGGCAACACCACGCGAATGCGACCGGAGAGAACAACAACAACAAGAAAGCAGTTCTCGGTGAACCATCCACCGCGGCGGACACTCTTCCCCTCCTACTCGTCTACCTTACGATTATGCTACTGTCGTCGTGGATACTTCACCCACTCATCGGGATGGTGATCTCCGCACCCTACTACTCTATACTAAGTTACAAGTATCTTTTCGGAAATCGGCCAACTGCCGTGATTTTGAAATTGTATGACTGCCTACTCCTGCAAATGGTCATTTTTGGTCTACTGATTTCATGGGTCGATTTACTACCCACACCGACAAACCTGCTCGTCTACTATCTTCTTCTACCATGGCATGTCCGAATTATTGTTCGTTGCCACTTTAGATTCGTCTACGATACACACGTATTTTCGGTACTGTCTGTATATGCGGACAAGTGCGTGCACAGCGTGCTGCGCAGGTTATGCATTCTTCCTGCCAACAACTGATTTCGCATGATTGTAATCTAGCCTTGATTCACTCGACACAAAATGACAAACTCGAGTTTTGGTGGAACAGTTAACACAGAAAGACAGTGTATCTGTCTAAGTGATATGACTGTACGTGCATATTGATCCTGCGCAACAATGGTGTGTACACGTCATGGTTGTGTCCATACGTGTGTATATACAGATAGACGAGTGTTAGCTCATCCACTCGAGTCTATCATGAGAGTGTAAAACTCGAGTCTGTCATGATAGTGTATATAAACTCGAGTGAAAATGTTGCCACATCTACTCGAGTTTATGCGCATTCCTTTCACGGCGGCGCGGTGAGAAAATAGACATACTTCTGTTCTCCCAAGTCAGCAAAGAAGGACGGACGAAGAGAAGAAAGAGACATGTCGACAGAGAACCAACAGAGTGAAAACCGTGTGCAACTTCCAGGCAACATTGTGGTGGCGTATGGAGCACCCTACACGTACAGTGTTTCAGGCCCCGGCTTTTGCACAGGTTCTTCCGATGTGAGCAAGTTGATAGAGCCCTTATTTCGGGACATTCGATGGCTTCGCGCTGAAGAGAAGAAAGAGTTGTATTCTCTTATGCTCAAGATGATCTCTGAAGGTCTGTTGGATCTGGACAAGATTGGTACTGTGTAGCATAGTAATACATGTAAATCGTAAACGTATTACTGCCGGTTAATATAGTATACACCGGTGGCAGAATGTGTGTGTGTGTATATTGTTCACCACCGTACATATCCCGACAACGCCAATATGTGCTTCTTCTTTTCGTATGCTGACATGCTGCTTGTCTGCGAGATATAATTTTTGAACTGGGACTTGACAAGACTGAGAGCATGCGAATCCGTCAAACACGCACACGTGCTGCGAATAACGCGATCACATTGCGCTTGCTGGTGTGGCGTCATTGTGAAACCACGAGCGCGCTGTCGTTGCGGTACCGACCGCGAAATGCGGGTTACAAGAGGTGCCAGTCGCGGAAACAGTTCCCAGTCTCGCACAAACGCAATTGCAACATCCACCAGTAAATCAACATCAACACCTGTCGTCACTGTGTCGGCTGTTGCAGTTTTTTCTACACCATCATCATCCCTTTCACATGCAAGTTCAACAAACAATAGTACCATATGGTACAAGGATCCATACTCCACTTTCATTCCACGCTGCCGAAGTCGGTGACACACGAGCGAGCAGGTGAGCGCACCGCGAAGACGGGTCAACACGAATCGCTCGCTCTTTCCGACGCTATCGAGAGGTAGTAATGTGCCAAGCAAGGTCTGCTGCCGAGTAGTAGCCGATGTATGCGTTGTCGTCGTTGGGGGTGTTATTGCAAAGAGGCACAGAAGCGTAGGATCATTTTGTAGCGAATGTGTTATATCACAAGCCTGGTCGTCTTTGACATTCGTACAGTCCGGGTCAACCAGTTTGGACGCGAGCGAGAGCGATCCGACGGCGAGCCATCCCAAATGCCCCGATGAGAGCGCCCGCGGGTTCTGCTGCTTAGACGCAAATTGCGGAAGTTCCGAGTCGTCACTACTTGGCATTGTGGATAACAATAACGATTCCTGCAACAACACACGACGGAAGAGACTCAGAGCAGTGAGCGTCGCGGCGGGCGACATGTGCAGTCGGACGGCCACCGAGCATAAGGTTTCGCAGAGGTTAAGCGCAGAGATCTTTGCGAGATCAACCTTGCCACTACATACTGATAGTGACTCTCGCGCCAAGGGCACCGAGCCCAACGCCACCGCTAAAGGTTGCGGGATTTCATCTAAATGACTATCGTCACCCTCCGATAGTCTCCCCGCAGTGCAAATAGTGTTTGTTGTGATCGCGGTAGCAGCAGCACCACAGATAAATGGGTGCCGCATCGTCTCGTAAATACTAAAGCGATCTTCTGGATTCACTTTTAGCAGATTCTGCACTAAATCCACCGCCTGTGATACGAGTAATGTCGCGTCTTTGTCCAATGTATCATCATCGCCAGTTCCGTTGCGCGTCGTCGTCCAAAGTCGGCGGACTCGGGCAGCCAGAGACTGATCCACGGGTGTGAGTACGGGATTGCAGAGAGGACATCGCGAAAAGACACCCAGTGTCCCCACAACCGGCATGCAGCAAAAGGATCGATGGGGACCCTTGTCGACACGATCATCCTCATTGCACACCGCGTCGTCGGTAGCGACGGCCGGTACCGCCGATGGCGACGGAGGCAAGAAGCACCCGCCATGACCGCGCGGTGGCACATCGGGTGTTGGCGTCGGCAATGGTTTAGTCTCCGTTGATGACACATGGTGCAGCGTCGTTGTTGTTCGTGGATGGTGCTCGGGTCGTTTTAGTTGAGCCTGCCACAACGGTGACCGGTAAAACTCGGCCCACTGTTCCCGCGTCGGTGTGCCCACCAAAGCGAAAATTTCTTCCAACTCACCCGACAACGACCCCGTACATGCGTCGTCCGATAAAATTTCAATATCCGCCAGTAGGAGTGATAAGAACAGAATACCCAACGACCACATATCTGCTTTCACCATATCCACATACTCGATCCCGCACAATAGTTCTGGGGCACGGAATCCCGGTGTTGTGACGCCTGTGTAGGCCCAGTCACGGGCACCCATAGGGGATGTGCGGCACTCCACACCCCCCATGTCTGCTAACCGACAGCGTCCACTCACAGGGTCGATGAAGATATTCTCAGGCTTCAAGTCACGATAGACTAGGCCATGTTGATACAGGAGAGCCAGTGCACCCACAATATCCCGCATGTAACCCTGGACGCGCGAAAGCGTCCATTTCTGAAAAAGACTTGATTTATCCCTTGACATCAATCGTTGTTGTTCCACTCGCTCTTTCTCTGCCGCCTCAATAACTTCGCACAAAATGTGTGGGTAGTATGGCATGACGATGGCAACGCCTTGGTTGCGGACAGACGTAGTCACATCGACAGAGTTCACATGCGCTACTGTTTCTATAGCGGCGGTTGCGTCGTCGGCGCCGCTGCACCATTGTAAGATACCGTATGTCGCGATTTCGCGAATAGCATCCTTCCGTAGCGGTCTGTGCAGATCGGCTGGCGTGCGGTACCACTTGACGACCTGAAGTTGCTCATCATGTTTACTGATACTCTTGTTGTTGCCGCCGTTGCTGCTGCTATGACCACATTGATCGTCGTGCGTGTCCGTCTTTCTCTTTTTAGACGGAGGAGATGCGCCGCCACTGCATAATAGGCAGCACGCTAATGAAGAGGATGGCGATGACACAGTCGCGGTCGTCTGCGCTTCGACGTGCACAGCGGATGGTACGACGACGTCCACAATGCCATATGCACCCTGTGCCAAGCGACCTTTCAGTTTATACTTTCGGACAATACTGCGCGGTTCAAAATTCATAAATGACACAGAAAGGGAGCGAAAGCCTTGCGCGGGTGCAGAGAGATGTTGGACTGCGTACGTGCGTGTGTACAAACAAAAAGTCTTCTTCCGAGCACATATAGACAACTCGAGTTGTGGTGTTTCATATACGTATTCCCACAAAAATATATCTGTGTCTGCCGGTATACTATACACTCCCATACTTAGGTGGTGGTTGTCACGGCGCGGTACACTTACACCATCCATGTACACCTTCCACTCGGGGAAAAAAAGAAGTAGTATACTGTTTGTTCGCCGGGTATGATTAAGTAAAGCAATTTGTCAAAACTCGAGTTGTTGTATTCGACTACGAGTGGTCAATAGTATATACGTGCTAAGTGGACAGGAAAGGGAACGCTCACGTTCCATACCCTATATCATCATATGGCAGTTCCGTCACAGCCTCATATTTTTGCAGGGATGACTGTTGCACCCACAGTTGATGACGATGGCAATGGTAATGACTGGATGCAAGTTGACGAGGCAGAAGACGAGTATGCGGCGGCGATTCTGTCAGGTACTGCTGCAGGCTGTCCCACAGTGGGTACGTGTCCCTATCGTGTGGGTAAAGTAATGCCACCCGTGCTGTTGAACACACAGACGTGTTTTGCCGCGCATGGAATTCGTGTGCATGACTACATCGGAGAGGGTGCTAACGGATCCGCCTACTATTCGTGCTTGTACGATAATTGCGACTGCATTCTCAAATTGGGTCATATTAACGAGTCCGAGTATCGGATTGCGCATATTATGGGGGAGATGGGCGTTGGTCCTCGCATCTATTATCGTGCCACGTGCCCCTTTCGCGTCGCCACGGAAACTCCAGCGCCGCAGTATTCTACGCTTTTGCCGGGTACCTATTCGCAGCAGCAGCGGCAGCAACTGCAACTTCCTGAGGCAATGGATGTGCTTGTCATGCAACGGTTAAGTATGACGTTGGAACAGTGGTTGCAAACGGGATCGCCGCTCACGGCAGCACATGCACACGATTTGCACAATCTCATCGCGCACGCGCATCAGTTAGGATTGCTTCATCTGGATCTCAAAAGTGACAATATTATGGTTGAACTCGGTACAGACCCCGCGACAGGTGTGCCCTATATTGAGCGATTCTATTTGATCGATTTCGGGTGGTCCTATTACGCGCCACTTCACGGGACCTACAATCCATACCTGCACAAGTGCTGGTGTGAAACTGTTCCCGTGAGTGCAACGTCATCCGTTGGCCAGGCCTGGGACGAGATGTGTGTTTTTGCCGATCTACAGTTATTACATTTCCACCCGACGCAGACGGAGGAATTCATGAACGCACTGGCGCATATTCTCACCACCCAGTACGGCGTTCCGGACACCGCCTTTGCCCAAATGAAAATTTTTCTACGTCGCATCCTCCCTGCAAATGGGTACGCAGTACGTGTTGTATTTGACGCCAAACAATAATAAACAAGTGTGTGCAGTGTATCTATCGCACACAGGTGTTCCGAATCATGCGGGTGCACAATAATGTCACACATACATACACATCTTATAACACGGTCATGACAAGTATACGTTTGCCGCCGCATATATCACCGTACGACTTTAGGACTGACTCGGGCGACGCCACAACGATCATGTCCGCAACGCCGAAGCGACTAATCGTAATGTTTGCGTCAAGATAGACCAAAACATGCACAAAATGGTCCTCATTATCCACGATGATGCCAACATCACCCGCACAGGGAACGTAGGACTCTGGCATTCGTTTCAAACCGGACCACAAAGTAGGCGGCGGCGCACCCTCGCTGGCACGTGGTCGCACAACACCGGCCAGATAGTAACCAAATTGCAAACAATCAAAGTCTTGATCGTCATAGAACATGTCGGGTGTGTAAGTCCCATTGCTCCTGAGAAATGACAACAATCGGCTGCGAACAGCGCGTGGCACCGATATAGGCCGCCAATGCTCCGAGTTATTACTCGCGTGTGCCATTGTTTCTGTAGACGCAGCAGCATCATCGTTGTCATTCGAAATTTCCCAGAATCGAATGTCCCGACAGTCGGCAAAGAAGGTTCCTCCACGCACTGTCTGATGCTCAGGATGCGCCAGCCAAAACAACGTGCGTACGGGCCCACTTCGATGATCAAAGAGCTCATCACCCGCGGGTTTGTACGCAAGTGGAGCGTCGCATCCGTGTGACAGTAGATTTCTGTGTGGTGCCACCCACCTGCTCTTACGAGTAACTGTTGTTGAACCCGACGGACCATGTGTGCGGACAAGGAATGCCACACAGTGCCGCACTGGAATGGTTGTTCCAACGTGATTCGGAGGTGCATAATTCCACGAGGTGTGGGATGCCGAGCCCTCCGGGAAGATAACAACGTGTGCTTCGCAACACTGGCGTGACAACGAACTACTGTGACAGCAGGTGTCATCATCAAAAGCATGTAACCGTTGCTGTTGCGTCATCGTTTGCATTTTCTTGTGCACGTGTTGTTGAATAGTACTGCGTCGCCACCGTCGCCATGAAACATGGGAAAACTGTTTCATGACTACGTATCGCTGAAAGGTCACCCGCTTTGGCCGCCGACCCATAGGTAACTCACTCGTCGGTTCAACCCAACAACACACGTGATCACAACTGCGTCCGTGACACCAGAACGTGTAGTTGTGTACGCCGAATTTATCTCGAGATAGTACATGTATATATATATACATCACATTCCCAATAAACACATCATACGTGCTGTGCGTGTGTACGTTTTTATATATACAAATGTTTACTGCGACACCTGGTATACAAAAATGCGTTTTCCTCCCCAATCGGCGCTGTATGTCTCTAATACGGATGCCGGAGATGCCACAATAATCATGTCTGCGTTTCCGAATCGGCTGATCGTAATGTTCGCATCAAGGTACAACATTACGTGCACGCCATGTCCGTCTTCAGCCGCAATAACACCAAGATCGCCCGCACGCGGTGTGTACGACTCTGGCATGCATCGTAAATCAGTCCACCTGAAGGCTGCGTCCAGATGAACACCAGCCAGGTACAGGGCGAAGGGCCCACAATCAAAGGGTCCAAGTGCTGGGTCTGGATGCATTTCTGATGTGTATGTTCCGTCGCATTTCAAAAACGTGAGTAGTCGTTGACGAATGACACGTGGTACATGGATCGAGCGCCAACTCGCATGCATGTCTCCCGTTGCTGCGGCGGTGGTCCCTGTATTGGACGATCCCGAAGAAGAAGCATCCCAAAAATAAAGATCGTTGCAATTGGCGAAAAATGTGCTTCCGCGCACACTTTGTCCTTCGGGAACACATAGCCAAAAGAGGCTCCGCGTGGGTCCAACGTATGGATTGAAGAGATCGTTCTGCTGAAGTCCATTGTGATACGGCTGGTGACCCTTGTCGCACCGCCGCTTCACAACTTCTCCAGTGCCGGAATCATCATGCACAAACGCTACGGTGTGGCGCACAGAAATAGTCAGACCCTTATCACCCGTGGCCATCTTCCAGTGCGTATGGAGTGCCGTCCCTTCGGAGAAGATGACAATATGCGCTGCATAATTGTGGCTGCTGGTGCTTTGTACAACACGGCACTTCTTTTCTTGCGACAGAGGCGGCGAAATAGATCCACTGCGACGTCCTCGACGCGCTGCTGCCGTTGGCGGCTCTTGCTCTCGGCGTTGAATCTTTTGCGTCAGGTTCGTTCGACGCCAATCGCGCCACGAAAGATGGTTTGATCGGTAAACGGCGCAATAGTTTTGATGCCTGCGGAAAGTACGTTTATCGCGACGACTCATCGTGCTAGAGAGACAGAGACAAACAAAGAATGTGTGTGTATGTGTGCAAAACACAAAACCGAGACGCATACGTTGGAAACATTGATTCGTGTCGTAGAGATGGATATTATTCTCTGCGCACGGCTCGAGTCTGTCGTTTGACGAACCAAAACTCTGTTGAATATAACATCTTAAAACCACACGTGTGCATACACTTTGGAGAGAGAAGTATATACTACGAGACTTCTCACCCACCGTGTGTGTGTGCGTGTCTTTGGCGAGGGTAAAAGCGCGCCAAACAGAGGGAACACACAGATATAAAACATATATTCACAAGAAGAATAACACCTAATTGCCTGGGCGCGCACTATGATGATGTCGTTTGTGGAGCCGAATCGTCTATGTGAAGGTGTGGAGGACACTGTTGTTGCTGACAACAGAGCTCATCGAGCGCCGGGCAGCAGTAGTGAGTCATCCAGAGAATGTGCAGATCACAACACTGTCGTAGACACGCTTCTAGATTTGATTCAACACTCGCCAGGATTCATCTACGACGCGAGTACCACACCCCTGACGTCTATTTGGGAAGTATTTGAGAAGCGTGGGACGATCGGATCTGGCACGTACGGCAAAGTTTACAAGGTATGTTTGAAAAAACAACCACCCATCACAACGTCACCGCAGCAACCGCAACAGTCGGAACAACGTCTGAGTGATAATGACAACAACAATGACGCACACAATCCGTCACCATCATCGTTCGAGTCCGCTGTGGATGATACCAAATTCTACGCACTGAAGCAATGTGAGATTGTTCAGGCGTTTTGTGATCAGGGAGTACCCTCTACGATGTTGCGCGAGTACAGTCATCTCTCTATTTTGCGGGACTGTCCGTACATTGTGCCCCTCATCGGTACGATCTTGCAAGCCAAGTACGTATTTTTCGTATTTGAGCTCAGCAAGTACGACTTACACACGTACTTACAAGAGATCAGCGACATTCGATCGCTCCCACCTGCTAGTCGCTCTGCACACCAACAAACATCGCTGCATGGTTTCCGTGACGCCACACTGTTTCGCCGTCTACTGTGGCAACTTGCAACAGCGCTCGATTTCAGTCATGCCAATAGCATCGTTCATCGCGATATCAAGTCCCATAATATCCTCGTGGATATTGCGCACGCCCGGCTCCTATTGGCAGATTTTGGCTTGTCTCGCCGGTTTCATCTCCCAATGAAGGACTATTCACCTACAATCTGTACATTATGGTACCGACCACCCGAAGTGCTTCTCGGAGAGTCCGACTATACCACGGCAGTCGATGTGTGGTCATTGGGCTGTGTATTTGCCGAAATACTGCTTCTTCGGCCTTTGTTCACCGGAGACTCTGAGATTGATCAATTATATCAAATCTTTCGCTTCATGGGCACTCCGACGGAGGAGACATGGTCGGGAGTGTCCTGTCTACCCGACTTCTCTGCACATTTCCCGGTGTGGAACGGACCCGAGCGTTCGTTTCAAAAGTCATTCCGCCGTCTTCTCGTTGCCTGCAACTACTACAATGACGATGATCACGATCATACACCTCATGGTTTCCTCGGATCGGCCAATCTTGACGCGTTTGTCGCACTCCTCGATCGGATGCTCCACCTGGATCCGAGACGCCGTGCGAGCATGCGCGAAGTACTGTCGGACCCATTCTTTGCAGGATACTGCGGCGGTCATGAAACAGCAGCCTCCTCGTCATCATCGTCTTCTGCGCCGATAACAACAAATGACACGGATGCGATGGATGTTGTCCAAGATGACGATGCTATGAATGCAATGGATGTTGGCAAGGATGATGCGATGGACGTAGATGCACCGCCGGACTGCTCTCAGCCTTTATTGTGTTGTTGTGCCAAAGAGCCACCGTCACAGCAGCACTCGCAAATTCTTCGGGATCCAAATTATTTTGGCGACACAAAGATCCACCTTGAAGTGCAGCCCTTTGTGGCCGATATTCTTGGTCGTCAACTCGCCTCGGAGATTCCACTGATGTCTGGCGCTTATATGGTGCACTACAAGGACATCAACCCCAAGATGCGTAACATACTCGTTGACTGGCTGGTCGATGTTGCATGCAAATTTCACCTCCACACCTCTACTTTTTTCCGGGGAATCCAATTGCTGGATCGTTATTTGGATTGTGACGCACAAAAATACACCGCGCCGGCGGCGGCCAATAATGCCGTTGTTAGTAGTACGAAACAAACATCATCATCACTATCATCTGCGCATCACTTGACTGTCCGTGAGGAACTACAACTTGTGGGAATGACGTGTCTCTGGATGGCATGTAAGGTTGACGAAAACTGGCCGCCCGAACTGAATGACTTTGTGTACATCTCCGCGCAGTCGTCCACGGAGGACCAACTTCGTAGCATGGAGCGCCACATTCTTGCACAGGTGGATGCGGGCGATTTACATCGTCCGTTGCTGACCGACTTTTTGTCACACCTGTATTACCTCCCATTGCAGGCGACGAACATCCATGAAAGAACGACGACCCCTGCCGACGAACCTTCGTTGGTGTCACGTAATAATAATCGTTTTGCTGCGCTTGATGTCGAATCTACAACAAGTACCAGCAGCAACGCGAGCTCGACCAGGACAGTGGCACTTGTGAGTAATTGGACGATGCGGCAGTTGGCAGCGTACTTTTGCCGTTTGGTTTTGTTGGATTACGAGGGATTCGCACGTAACCTCGCGAAACCCTCCGAACTGGTGGCGGCAATCGTCTACTATGCACACCACGTCGTACAACAATTACAAGCACACGAGTCAACGTCAGCCCCCAAAGCGAGAAAGAATCAACACCATGAAAAGGCCCCGACCCTTAGCAAAAATGCACTTCATGGAGCGACACCGGGCTCTGTGGATGTGTCTGTGGTGACACGTGAGACTCTGTTAGAGGCACTCTCACACCGTATTCATGCGTCATGCGATCGACTAAAACAACTCATCGTGTCGGTCGAACAATCCATGCGGTACTATGGTGACGAGGATTTCAATTCAGCACATTGTGCGATGCGTCGACACTACTCCTTGCGTAAAAACGGAGAGGTTGCACAACTGTACGACAGGTACCGGCATCTCACACCACGACCGCAATTTTACACTCCACAGGAAGAAGATACGTAAAGTGCTTGCATCATATCCTCTTCGTATACATTATAAATACACTACCGATAATATACCTCGAGTGCGTTTATGCATGGAAATTATTTTCCCTTTTTCTCGTACACACAAACAGTAAGGAGACAAAAACAGGAAGCACACAAGAAGCATGATCACCCCAACGGGCGCAGCATCTGTGTGGTTAGCGCTCAAGGCCGCATCACTGTACCGACAACTACGACACCATCATTCATCCCCAGCCGCAATTCACCGTTACCAGCAGTGGAGACGCGCACTCATCGTGTTATGGTGGGCGTCGCGCGTGCGCATGTGGTACTCACTGGGGTGTGTCACCATGAACTGTGCTCGGTGGATGTTACAATCGGTCAAGTACCTAACACCCTTGCTCGATGTCGGACAGGAGATGGTCTACGCGCTTGTCGGCGTCTACCCGGACTCTTTTTGGTCACGTAGAAGACTCGAGATGAAACAAACAAAAACAGATGCTATCAACAACTCACTCGGGAGTGGATGGGAGGTAATCCGTGAGGAACCTGTTACAGACACATTACCAGCCTTCTTACGACGACAACAACAACAACCTTCATACCACTCAGTCAAAGGACAACAACAGGAAGTCTGTGCAAGTGCACCACCTCCATCACCTCCACCTCGAGTGCGTCAATCTCACGAAATTATCATTGAGAACAATCCCCAACTTGCGCCATTGGTGCAGTAGTAACTCGAACATACACGCACATATATCTACATGTATACGTATATATAATAAAGGGCGCGTGATTTTTCCTTTTGCGTTTACGACGCACCGCGTGACATAATTGCAATATTCACACACACAAAGTGTGCTACACCAACGATGACTGAGTTTGTATCTGCGCCATTTCCCAGTGCTGCAACGCGGCGTAGATTGGCAGCGGTGACGTCACCAACGTCAACATTACAACAGGTTCAACCTATCTCAAGTGCAGAGATCGTGGAAGCCACTACACATGGCGGCAACAAGACATTTGGCAAATCGTACGCGTTGCCCCGGTGGGTCATGTTGATTGCTGTCGCTGTTGCGGGTGTTGCGATCACGTACATTATCATGCGATTACTCCAACAACGTCGTCGGCCGCACCAACAAGGTGACAGTCAATCGAAAGACGGTTTGGGCCAGACGCAGCAGCAGTTAGCGCCAGCACTCTACCCGCAGCAGCAACACACAGCCACATCATCGTCAGCACTCCCCGCTGCGACGACATCCACTGCAACTTCCTCGGCATTAGCAGGAGGAAAGGTACAAAACGTGGACTGGGATACCGTCGTCAATAAGGTGAATCATCACGATGACTCCTTTATGCTCATGATTCACGCAGATTGGTGCGGTGCATGCAAGAGAGCCATGCCCGCGTACGTTCAGGCAGCGGAGCAGGCGAAGAGGAGTTCTTTCTTGGCCGTGGAGCAGTCGCACATTCCAGAGAATGCTTCCACGGACTTTGAATGGATGTCACACGTTCGCGGGTACCCAACATTTTTCGTGTTCCGCAACGACGCGCATAACCCGGTTGAGTATACCGGTACGCGCACACCAGAAGCCTTCATTGCTGCATTGGAGCAGTTTTGAGAGAGATAAACACACACACACACACAACGTTTTTGTTCTTGCATGTTGTACACTCATAAACAAACACCATTATGTGCGCAGTAAAAGTCTTTACTCCCTGTTGTAAATACAATGATATGGATTGAGTCACTTTATTGCGATGCCTGTGATGATCGTGGCGCGTCTGTAATATCGGCTAATGTTTGGCCGAAGAGCATGACGTTTTGTGGGTCCAGATACTTGAACTTGTGTTGTTGTAGCCAGTCCAACATGGCGAACCAACGTTTCGTGGGCGTTGATCCAGTACCCTCCGAATGATCGTCCGAGTAGTAATGTCGCACGGTGACCGTATCCAGAATACCAAGTCGCATGTCGAAATGTGTATGTAGGATCAAATCCACACCCCACGTCCATGGGGAGTTTCTGTCGAGTACGCCCCACCATCGCTCGTAGCCACGGAGGTCAACAAAGTAGCAGAACCACTCTAGCGCATTCACGATTCTGCCAATGACAACGGCGGCGTTGTTCGTCGTCATCGCATTATTTACCGGCGGGCGCTCTCGCATATGGGGGTGTGCGGTGCGCGAGTCTGCGGTGAGTGCCGGTGCCAGAATGTCCAGTCTGTGCTCGTCGTAGATGCGACGTAGCGTGGAAATGGGAACGTTCACAAACTCAACATCATCTACTGTTACGAGCACGTGAGTGTATCCCTTTTCGCGCAGCGTACTCGGACTACAATGGTCAATGAGGAACTCTGCCAGAATGCCCTTGCTACGCACGACGCGAACTCTGTCCGGTGAGAGTGGTGGCATATCACCGTCAAAGACAGCATCCAAGGATGTGTCATCGTAAACAAAGAGCCATGCATCAAAAGTCCATCCCTCGCTTGTCGACTGTGCGTGGAGGTCGAGCAATCGGCGGCGCAGAAACTGGATCTTCTCCGCCGCATGTGGCGCACCAAATCCCGGAATCAGTAAGAGCAGATGCATCATATGTACGATGTGTCACACAACCAACTGTACAATGTACATACGCAACAGCGGAAAGTACACGGTCGTGTGTGGGTCAATTTCCCAACAACATTGACATAATATCATTTCATGTAGACACGGTGATGTTTACAATATATGAGTAGAGATACACCTTTCAAGTACCGAATGAATCGAGACAGATCTCTCATATTAGCATGAAAACCCGTTGAGAATGTACGCGTTAGGATTCTCCACCGACCGACGGTACGTGGGTGCACCAATCGTCTCCGCATGGAACAAATACAGCATCGCCGTGCGGAAGTGCTGCTCCGCATGATAGCGCGTCGCAAATTCATGCTCAAAATTACATCCGGGCGTCTCGGAGAACGGGCCCGTACGCTGCCACACCGCGGCACGCGTGACTGAAGGACGCAGCGAATAACCAGGCCACCAGGCGTGATTGCGCGGATTCTGTTGATTGAAGGCGGCGAGTGCGTCGCCCGACAACGGTCGATGAATCATATGTGCCGGAACGACGCCATTACGATACACACGATCACCCGAAAAGGCCGCCTCGACATTATGTTCCTCCTGGTAGTTTTGCACCAACAGACACTGCCCAACATCCCGATACTGTGCGAGAACGCGCAGCGACTGACCCACGAGGTCCGTGTCGTTCAAATACAACCAATCATCCTCGGTCGCGAATAAGTACTGGCAACTGGGATACTCCTGTGCAATCAACTCTTGCAGCATGTTCATACTCTTCGCGTGTGACTTTTGGTCGGGTCGCTTCCACACGAAGCGCATCCAGGGAAACTCTTTCTGCATGGCCTCGCGGTCGCTGTCGCTGGAATTGTCGTCAATGCAGATCCACTCGTCAATGCGGAAGATATCTGTGCAGTGGCGTAACAACGATCGCATCGTCGTTGCGAACAGGCCAGGTCGTTTACACGTGGTAATATAGCCCACCATCGTCATACCACGGCGTTCTTCGGCAGTACGGTCGGCACGCCAGCGCTGGGTGGCCAGGCGCAACACCGCGTCCGCATTATCAAAAAACCCAGCCTGCGACTGATAGTCGCGCTCCGCTGCAATATACTCTGGAAGCAACCGCTGGTAATGACCAAAGATTGCGCTCTGCTGCTCATGAACAGTGATTGCATTGCCGTCAATAAGCAGGTTCGCACATCGCGCGTACGCGTCCCGCATGGCCAACTCTGGATCATACTGCTCCCGCGTAGCCGGTTTTTGTAGGCCACCGCCTCCATCACTGCCCCGTCCACGCATCAAGTCTCGCTGCACACGTTGCGTGAGCACGTCGCGATAGATGTTGTCTGCGGCGTAATCGACGGCACGGAAATCACTGAAAAACACGCGTCGTCGCGAATAGTCGGCACGATGCACCCGAGCGGCGCAATCTGGATGGCTCGAAACAAATTCGGCGGGGACCCACACGCGATCGTAAAAGTGTCGCAGAATATCGTACAGAGGCAACCGCTCGGGCTCGCGATTCAGACGGCTCAACAGTTCGTCCGATTTTGGATCGTTAGCACGCGTAAACAGTTGAATGTTGGCGGGGAGAAGACGGCGCATCCGCTCATACGCCAAATGAATCGCGCGAACACACATCAGGTAGGACGACACAACGCCTAACGGCAAGGTGACCCAGTCGGCCCCGCAGTCGTTCTCTACGGTAGCCCACCATGGCGCCTCGTTGTAATGCGATTTGCGTGTCGCTAGATTGCGGAGACGCTTTGCGTAGGCCTCTTCCTTGGGAATTTGGAGCACGCGATTCACGGGGAACGTAAACTCTCGGAACTCCCAAAATCCATCCTTCATGTAACACGGGTTGCTGTACGTATTATTAATGCGGTACTCGTCATTCTGCACACCGCCGGCATCAATAACAGTCATGCGACACGAGTCAAAATCGTGCGAACGATCATTCTCATCCACGTTGGTGCTCGTCGGGTTCGCCTGGCTGATACGCGACATGACGGCGTCCCAGAACGCATCGTTCATAATAAAGTCCGCATTCCAAATCATAGTGTACTTGAGCGTGCACTGCTGCATCGCCCACTGCGTCAAGTACACGACAGAGTGAACTGTGTTTGGTGGCGTCACATACGTCTCCAGACCCGGCTTGGCAATATGGTACGGGTATGAATGGTAGGTCACACTGATATGACGCTTCCAGTCACGTCCACGGGGATCCTGCGCAATAGCCAGGTCATAGTCGTACGACGAGCGGCGATTTACATTGTCCACATCACCACCGCCTTCGCTCATAAAGAGCTCGATTCCCTGTTCACGGACCCACGTCACAATGGCGTCCCGCGTCCCGTCATTGCTTCCATTGTCGACAATGACGAGTTCGATAGGAATGGAACGCTCACATGGCAGCCTACGCTTCAAAACGGCCAGGACTTGCGCCAGATTAAAGAGCACGTTGCCCTTTTCGTTGCGCGTAAGAATGATAAAACTCAACCCGACGGGTCGGTGCTCCTCATACCATGACACGCGCAAATTATATCGCGCGGGAATGCCAATATCCACCGGGGCGACAAAGTCACCGCCCGGCTGCTCGGATCGCACCGCATGAAAAGTGGGGTACGGTGAGACGTTGCTATCACGTCGACGCATGTCGTCTGCAAACGAATACCCCAATCACACACACGACGAAACAACCACACTCCCCGCTGCTGGTACTTCAAACCCGCGCGAAACAAAGTGTACGCGCAAAACACAATGCAGGCACGCATATGAAACCATGAACAGATGCATTTAACTGTGCCACTCGAGTATTATCTCGAGTTGCAAACATTACTAGGTATACAAAAATCAAATAGGAAACTCCCTGTGTGTATATATATATATATACATACGTACATTCAGATAGACACACACGCTGCAGTCTGTCCCTTTATTGTTGTTGCCGTGTGTATATCGCCAATATGGAGTATCAAGGCGGCCCTGTGGCCGTGTCGTCATCGCGTCGACGACGAACGCGGTTAGAAATGGAATCCGCCCCATTTCCACCTTTTAGCAGCAGTAGCACTACATTTGCTGGTCCCTCGTCCAAGCGCTTCAAGTTACCTCCCACTGAAGTCGACTTTGATGCTGCGATGGCCGACCTGCAGGAGGCACACGATAATCATTTGCACGTGCGGCCCGGTCGGCGTCGCCAACACGAGGACCTCGATGCGGCCGAGATGGACGTTGATGATGATAATAATGGAGATGGTTATTACGACGCCAGCAGCAACTCATTCTTGCCCAAGCGCGGCAAACATGATGAAATTGTTGCCGTTCCACCCGTACACGTCCCATCCATGGAACATGCGCTTCACATGATCGCCGAGTTGATGCACAATCAAGCCATGCGAGAGAAGCGCATTCAGAGTCTGAACCGCGTCGTGCAAGAATTACACGCAACGAACCAACAATTGCGCACCTCGAACGCACAAGCGTCTGCCGAGTTGCTTCACGCGCGCACCGACCTACAGAGTCGGTACTTGGAACTTCAAGAGAAGAATCTGACGATCCGATCGCTTCAACAACAGGCGCAAAAATGCCAGGAAAAGTTGTTTCATATGACACAGGCCATGCAGCAGATGGTGGCGTCGCAGCCGTACGTCAGGTAGAACACTCTGTCAAATGCAAAACCAAACACACCACACACTATACTATAGGCTTGTTCTTCCGTGCCATCAAACGCTTGTGTTTGTGACTGACGAAATATATGCTCTCATCAATTCATATACGTAGTCGTTTTTGGTACGAGTGAAAAAAACGGCGGGATTCTGCGTTCTGGCCTATCGCGTTGTTAAAATTTGATCACTACCGAAGAGTAAGACAGACAACCGCGCGCGCACACACGAAGCGCGGTGAGAGGCAACTAACGCATGGAAGCGCCATCGGCGTTGCTCCGAAAACAATACTGGATCATTCTTGCCGCAGTGACGGTGGCAACTATCCAAGTTGCTGTTATTCTGACCAGGCGCAAAAAACTAAAGGCCGACCACATTCGCCACAAAGAAGGCAGTGCCTTTTCTGCATGCATCGAGGCATGGCAATTGCGAGCACAGCGGAACGATGACTGGCTATTACTGCTCGCTGAAGTGACCGTCGCAGTGTCGTTAATTGCCATGGGTGTTGGTGCCCTGTTATGGATCGCTATCATTCCATTTCTTATCGTCGCCGGTCCTACGATGATGTTTACTGTTGTATCCTTTCTTTTGCGGCGGCAAAAGTGAACAACAACAAGGAGTATCGAACTGGTTACGATTCTGCAACCTGGATGTGTGCGTGTGCATGTAAATAACATACGCAGATATTTGTAATTATGGTGTGTTTATTGACGCGCCATGTCGGCCATTTTAAAGAACTCTCCGCGCAAACCTGGATCCGACTCAATGTCTCCAGACAACGCGTACGTGAACGTTAAACCGTCCGACTCGGCACCGCGGCACTGCATGCACGAGTGCTTCGCCTCCAACAACACACCCACTCCCTTGGGGTGCAAGGTTTTCTCGATCTCATCGAGGATCTGCTTTGTCAATCGCTCTTGTACCTGCAATCGCTTTGAGAAACGTTTGACCATTCGGGGGAACTTGCTCAAACCAAGAATGCGATCACCGGGAATGTACGCAATGTGCGCCTTCCCATCAAAGGGGAGCAAATGGTGCTCGCACGTGCTGCTGAACGGAATTGCGCCCACGAGCATACCAGCCCGGTGCTTCTTCTTTTGGTCACCGGATGCATCATCATCATCCTTCGTGTCGTCGGGCTTTGACTCGTTGTCAAATGTTGTCACATCAGGCACCATTGTGTAGCCCTGCATGCATTCCCAGAGGGCCTTCACGTGGCGGCGTGGAGTATCGGCAACGCTCTCGCCGTCCAAGTCGACATGCGAACCGGTCATCTGGTTCACGCAATCAAGCATCTCGCGCGCCGCAGCGACAGCACGGCGAAAGACGACGGCATCCACATTCGGAGGCACTTTAACTAGAGGTTGAACGGAGGCTATTGATGGTGCAGACATTGTTTCTTCTGATACCACGAAACTGGTAGCCGACCTAATAAATATATATGGATGATAATATATATTACAGACGAAAAAACAAACAAACCGTGCACCACTGTAAGTTGCTTTTAATCTTGATCTCACCCACAATATTAATCACTCACATTTCATATTGTGTGCGCGGTTAGTGGGTATGTGCGTATTCGTACCGCCACGCAAAATTAATTCTCCGTCTTTCATAACAAACCTTGCCCCGCGTACCGTACACACACAACAACAACAACGCAGAGAAGATACACGCACACAAAATGAATTTCACACGACGAAACCTCATCGCACTCACCGCATTCATCGCAGTGCTGTGCCTGAACGCCGCCCCTGTCTCCGCCCAACACCACGAAGGTGGCGGCGGCGGCCACCATGAAGGAGGTGGTGGCGGCGGATACTACCACGGTGGTGGAGGTCGTTATTACGGCGGCCCCTACTACGGCGGCGGCGGTGCATTCCTTGGTGGACTCGGAACCGGTCTTCTTCTAGGCGGTCTCGCCACACAGCCCGCGTACTATCCCCCACCGGTGTACTACTACCCACCATCCCCATACTACTATTACTAAGTGGAGCATATATATGTGTGAGTACAACAACTCGAGTGGTGAGGCAAACACTATACCACAAACAAAGTACACATACGACTGTGCCACCATAACTGTGTGTACATGTCTTGTGTGTCCATGTCACCGACACATGGATCATGAAACCATATGTACATGTACCAGTCATGGAAGAAAAAATCTTCTCTTACATAATACATACTAGTTGTCTAAACTCGAGTTGTATTATTCGGTTCCACATAGCCCTCTCCATCGGGCACACCACACTGTGCCGACATTACTTTTGTGCATATATACAACTCGAGTTTTGTATCATGTTTATACACCCAACTCACAGAGCATCTCTCTACCCTTTCTCTGTGTATAGTACCTTTACCACTGCTACCACGACGACATATCTTCACTCGTCCATTTTTCTGTACACCACACTGAACAACCTGAGACCGAACACTGCTCTCTATTACATATTATGATTAACACACAACTCGAGTCGTTTATTGACGTATATTTGGTTGCCTTTGGGTCGTGTCATCATAGATAGGGGCACCTGTGTGACATGTAGAGGGCTCAACCGGCAGTGTACCCAGGTTTTTCACTCTTTGTACTGTTACTCCACTCCTGCGTATGGGGCACCTTCATTTTCGTCATCGAACAGGTACCCTCCTCCTGGTGCAATGCCAAGATGCTGCTCAATATTCTCCAAGCGTTCATGGATGCTCCCAAACCGTTCGTCAATCCGTTCGTCAATGTCGTCGAGTCGATGATGCACGACGTCAAATTGCTGGGACAGGTACTGAATGGCCTCGTGCAGTGACGCAATCTGTTGGCGCAATGCGTCCATTTCCGAGATGTCGTCGTATGGCGGTTGTCCGCTCAAAGGTAGCGGTATTTCTGCCGGCACTCCAGGAGCAGTAAGTGCGATGTGCTGCTGCTGTTGTTCGGATGGGGCTGTTCCTGCCGGCGTGAGTCGGTTGTCCTCCTCCGTAACAGGAATTGGTTCCGCCGGTTGACGTAGTATTGCCGTTGGAGACGTGGGTGCCGCTGCCGCTGATGGTACAGTTGGTGTGGTTTTTGCAGCGGTCCTGTTTGGAGTGGCAATTTTCAAGGTTGCAAAAGACATGATGATGAGAGAGAGGTGTTAGTTTCTCAAAAGTCCGATATGTGGAACCAACGTCACACTGTGGGTACTATTATGTCTCTCGCTTTATCATATATAGGGCGTCGCGTAAAAAAATAAACAGAACAAAGATAAATGTCATCATCATCATTGTCTCCGACCGCGACCGTTACAACGGCGTCATGTGAAAAGGTCGTTGGTCAATATAGACATTGCCCACTGCATCGACGGTGAACTCGCGCCGCGCCTCTCGTACCATGTCGTCCACGGGTGTACTTTGGCGTGGGAGCGGTGATAATACATCGCTCGTAGCGGTGGTGCTGGTACTGGACGAAGCATCCGTGCTGCTTTTTTGGATGATGCTGACAGGTACGGGTGCCTTGCTAGTTTTCTTGTTGCTCTTCTTTTGACGTCCGGCATTACGCTGCAACCAGGCGTCCACACTTCCAAATTTCCGAATAATGTCGTCAAATGAGCCATTCTGACGGATGGTGTCATACGCACGACCCCACGCAATGCCAGGCACCTTTGCAAAGTCGCATCCGCACATAATGCACATGTCCACAAAGTGCGTTAGGTCGAGCTTAAGTCCGGACAGTACCGCCTCCAATGAGACTTCGATGGGTGGATATTTGCTCGACATGAGGTGCATGAGCACGCGCGTCGCGCCGTATGCCAGCGTATCCGTATCGTCCGCGATGACAATGTCCGCAAGACCCACCCGTGTCATCCACGCGCACGCCTTTTCGCCCTCCCCCGTTGCGACCATGAATGGCACCCCGTGGAAGGTAAAGAGTGACTGCAACGCTGCAATGTCATCTGCTGTGACAGATGCGATGCGCTTCTGGTGCCGCTCCGCAGTGTCTGCCAAAGCGGAAATGACATCGGCAGGATTCTCGGCCAACTGCTGCAATTCCAATGCCGACAGTAGCGCAGTCGTGTTGCCGCCATTGTTGGTCACCATCCACACGGCGGAGTCTTGATCTGTCTGCTGCAGTGCAGCCGCGAGTTGTCGAGCGGCTTCGACCGCGGCAACCTTCTCTTGGTACACGACATGATCGCGTTGCTTCTTTGCGTGACGCTTCTCCATCTCATTCTGCTTGCAAAGAGGCTTTTTGCCGTCAAACACGTACGTGCAATGAATGCCATGTGATACGAGTTGCTCATACTGGTTCAAAATGGTGCTCAAATACGCATACGGTTCTTTCTCGTTGTAGATCGCATGTTTGTACCGGTGCATCATCCCGGCCGCGTCAATAACGAATCGGCACGAACGGTACGCGGACAGTGGTTTGGCTGGCTGCAGCACCGTCGGTGCATATTTTTGCAGCAACTTTTTCAGGCCATGTACACCCATGGGAGTATTTTTGTGAACGTAGGTCTCTTGTCAGTGTCAATATATCACTTCCTGTGTATGTGTGCGCGTCTCTCCTGTACACACACCACGATTCGTAGTCGTGTGTATATAACGGTAGAGTTGAGTAGGCAACTTTTTTTGTTTGCACCCATGCGTACGTACAGAATGGAGATAAAACTCGAGTTTGTCCAAACATATTCCATGGTGTATTTCTAATGTACTACGCACGTGGTCGGTCGGCATTCTGTTGTGTACATGTTATTCTCGTGATTGTGTGCGCGCACGTACCTGCGTATATATAAGAATAATAATAAGAGAGATCGAACATGATGCAGGACCCAAACGATGTACACGCCTATGATTTGTCGCCTCTGCCACCGTGGTCGCTTGGTCTGACGGAGGATGATCCCGATTTGGACGCCTGGTCGTCACTGGGTGTATTGTCCACTGTTACGAATGGGGATTGCTTCTTCCACGCTGTACACCTTGGGTTGCTGTCGTGTTTTCCACACTCGGCTCTCTCTACAAGCGATCTACGCATGCTCGTGGCCGGATCCGTATTTTGCAGTCTTCGAGACAGTACCGTGCGCGCGATTTTGAAAGAGTGGCGTGACATTCTTGTGCAGGCAGTCATCACCACCACGACGGTTCCTGCTGGCAGTACCGCCGCGACTGTGCCCGATGATGCGATCTTGCGTGAGTTTCGCCACGCATTGCCCTTATTGACAGATGCTACGGTGATGGATATTGGCGTTCTGTCCGCTGTGTATCATGCCATGGTCGATCGCCGTCGCTATTGGGCGGATAACTACGCCGTGCTGATGCTACAGCAGATTCTTGGCATTCACTTGATCGTTCTCGGTGAGCCCGGGTTTGTGCACCCGCCGACACGATGCCGCCCATTGCCCGACGATTTTTGCATCATTCTTGTCAACGACAGTAACACACATTATCGGGTATGTGTGACGCGGCATCATCGTGTCGCCGCATTCCGGTGGCGCAACATTCCCCGGTTCATTCAGCGGCAATGCGAAGCACGGTGGCAAAAGCAACAATCATGAATCCCAGCCATTATATCTTCCTCCCTATGTACAGAAATATACTCGTATATATATATATATTACTCTACCACGGGTTCCTTTGTTTATTTACTGAACATACGGTGTTCGTAACCAACGCTCTACGCTTCCGGGTCGCGGGGTAAACTCGGTAAACACTGCATCGCACGACGCTGCAATCGATGGGAGATGGAACCATTGCGACAACAGAATGCAATCGCCGGAGGGTTCATTTGACGCCCGCGCCCATTGTCGGAACAATGAGACGAAAGAAGGTGCATCCGTCACCCTGCCGCGCACGTCACTATCCTTGACTTGAATCGCGTCGCCATAGGGTGCCGTATTCTGGTTGGGAAACATTTGTTCCATCTCGTGCCGCAACAACCACAGACCAATGACAGCATTCGCACGCAATTGGAACCGGGCAAACGTCGACTGAATCTCTGCGGCGAGAGCAGGAAGACCCGCGACAGGGGTCGTTTCTGGTTTCGTTGCAGTGGCTTGTTCTTGAAGACGTGTATCCACGAATGCGAGAGCATCAAAGATGGACAGAAAAGAGGGTTGACGAATCACACTCTTCACCGCATCTGCCTGTCGTGGTAACTCCTGCAGCAGACGCTGCCAGTTCCGCGAAGCCTCGTCCAGTTGCTGACGCAACGTGTCGTATTGTCGATTATTTGCGGTGGTGGACGACAGTTCCGCGGCAATGCGCCCACTCTGCTGTTGGTGTTCAGCCATCGCACGAGTCTCGGTAGCCACATAGGCATCAATGTTTGCATTGGCTTGTTTTAAAAACGAGTCTTTGGCTTCCGCGGGGTTTCTCACGGACTGACCGCCACCCACGCCGACGAGCGCGGCCCAGACGGTGCGCCAGTCGGACATGATTTGCGTGTACAGCGATGTTGTGAGAAGAGTGTCTCTCTCGTTGGGTGCAACATCCAGTAACTGTTCCGAGGTTGCCATTTGCTCACTGAGATCAATACTCGTCAACAACGTACGATTCACTTCGTCGTACAATTCCTGCAAACGTTGCGTCTCCTCCTCGATACTGCGTCGCAACCCGGTGACAAGATCCGACTCGGAGGAAATGCGTGTGCGCTGTTCTGCCAGCGTGGTTTGCGCTTGTTTGAACAGGCGGCTCAGATCGTCCACGCGGCCCTGAAGATCCTCATTTTGTTGCTTGTACTTGGTAAGATCTGACTCTAACACACGCATGTGTTGCAAGCGTTGCTCGTATTCGGAACGAATGCGAAGATTCACCTGTTGCAAACTCTGCAGTAGGGCCGTTGCCGTTTGTGCCGTGGTGGTGCTCGCCTGAATGGCGCGTGCATTTGTCTGTTGTTGTTGCTGAATAGGTCCGGCAATAGCCTCGACAGGTGGTTCCATACTTGTACACACTCGAGTTGTTGTGTATCACTCTGTTTCCTGTGTGAGCTTTTATTCTTTTACTATCATCCGCAACATTCGCACACTGATAAGTACAACAGAGGAATTTTTGGAACCCGCGTATATACATATCTGTACCGGTACAGAGAGAGATGGACGCGCTCGTACCGGATGTCCTTACCACTATACTTCACCGGTATGCGACCATGTATACTCCATTGATTGGACTCGCATGTACATCGTGGCGAACATTGTTGTCGAAACAACAACCGCAGTTCCAGTCAACCTCTTACGTTCGCGATGTTGCGGGCCACCTTGGAAATTTGCAGATGCTACAATGGATTCTGTTGAATCCGTTGACCTCACCACATGATAGAAACACCACCGTCGGCGATATTAGTGGTTACTTGCGCGACAAATTGGCGCAATGTGCTGCGAGGAAAGGTCGCGCTGACGTTCTCAATTGGATCATTGGTTCTGGCGATTGTGCGTTGAATGCCGGGAACCGGTTTTCTTACCGTGCATATGCCGTCGCTGCTGCGCGTGGAGGTCATGTTGATATTGTGTCGCATTTGTTCGAGACGTACGGGGGTATGTACATTTCCCCTGCCGACGCGGATGACTCGTTTATTGGCGCAGCGTGCCGCGGCGGGCACATCAACGTGTTAGAGTACATTTGGCAGTATGTTAACTCGGAGCCATATACTCTTGCGTTGATCCGATCGGAACGTGTCAAACGGAGCCAATTTAGTTATGCTGTATGTATCGCCGCGGCAATGGCCGGTCAGCCGTGTGTTATCGAGCATTTTCTGTGTCTCGAGTGGGGGTATACACCTTCCTACAATGAATGGGGTGAGTTTGTCTACCGAGCAGCATACCACAGACATGCAGATGTTGTGGCCTTGTGTTTGCGCCGATGCACGGATGTGTCTATGGGTCGGGCGTTTGCAATTGCCGTGTGCAACGGCGCGTACGACATTGCAAAGATGCTCTATCAACACAATCGCACGGGTTGTTTTCTTGGATTGTGTGTATTCATGTGTGTAACGTACCAAAGTGTTGGAGGCGTGCTCTTTTTACAACGCGAGTTGGGTATTCCTCGTCAGGAATTACAAGCGTGCGCGACGCCCGACAGCGTCGAGGAAACGCGGAACTTTCTTACGCGCGCGGAGCAGGTGATATATCTTTGATAGAATAGATAACTATACCTGGTCGTGTATATGTATATATATACGACCCACGGAATGTTTACTCTTTTCCACGGTTTTTTGTTGCACACCAACAAGGTCACTCAGAGGGACTCGGTGGCGTCGGACACGAGCCCGCCGCGGCACCTTCCAGCGTTCCTCGTACGCATTTGGCTTTTTGGGACTTTTTCAGCCAGATAATATTGCCCTTGCTATTGATGTATCGCACGCCTCCTCGTGGACCCACTTCAACCTTTTTGGGAACAATGGGTAACGCATTGACGGAGGGTGCCGCCAGACGATCCGTTGTGCTGCGCTGAATCGATAGTTCCGCAAGCGCTTGCAACAAAACGGGGTAAATTTGTTGATTCTGCTGTAGCAACTGATGGTATCGTTCGTACAACCCATCAATATCTTTTAGCAAATCTCGTTCAGTCGTGTCCTCTTTCTCCATGTATATAGAGTGTGCGCGTATCTATATATGTACAAATCTCGAACGTCGCTCTTAATTCTTTGTCAAAGCAAATGTGTGATATACGTCTTCTATGTTGGTGATTCGTCCGATTCGAGCGTAAGTCTCTTTCTCTTTTATTCTGGGGTTTTTGTCTTTCGAAATCTTTTTCTTCCACCATGGATGCCCATTTACGTACTTACGGTTCATTAACGGACCTACAGCAAGAGTATGTGCGTCGATTACAATGGAGCAAGGAAGATATTGCTCGGCACAACAATCGGTGGCGTGCCAATGGTCGCACCACGCCATGGATCATCTATTTGCAAGAGTGCCTGTTGGAGAACATGAGGCACGAACGTGATGTGTTATCGGCGGCGCTGACAGAAGAGGAGTTGCAACTGGTTGTGGAACTGGGGTGGGACTTGGAGACTGTTATTAACACGCACCGCGCGGTCGCGAGATTAAGCAATGCATCGTCTTTTCTGCAGTACCTACGCGAGGCGGTTGTTGAGAAAATTTTCGAACAGAATGCCAGTTGGAAGGGTGCGTGCTTTGACGAAATTGTAGCCTACGTCATGGCGCACTGTCACCATGATGACTCTACCAAAACGGATACACGAAGAACGCCCTGGATGAATGCGCTTGTTTTGCGCATGAAAGAGTGGAATATGCTTGTGTGTGTAGAGAACGACCAACATGCGTATAAATAAAAAGGCGTCCGCATTATAATCAAGACAGAAACGGCCATCATCATGTCAGAAGAATCCCCATGCGTGGGTTTGTATATTCAAGATGTGCGCCCTTGGCATCGCGCGTTAGAGCCACCTACGGGTGGCGTCGAACAAATGCTCTTGGATATTATTTCCGGCCGGACAGCACAAAGTAGTAGTACAAGCGCAGACGACGATTATGCTGGTATCCTCTGTTTACCAACGTTGGGCGTGACGATCATTCCAAACTACTGCGTCGTTTCGCAACAGCCTATATGGCTGCAAACGCAGCCCGCAGGTGATGTTGCGTTGTACCGTTGTCGTATGATTCACTCGGGTCGACAACGCGACGTGGTGACATTCGATGCAAAAACAGTGAGTGCACGTGACGCAGAACACGTATATACATGTAATCAATTCCCGCAGAAGTAGTTATATATACATAGTATATACTTGCAGTTATGCAGCCCCCGCATATACAAAAAGATGTGTATGCTATTCTTCTTTTCGTGGTTTTCGTCGCGCAGGTACCACAAGAGGCTCAGTGGTTGTGTTCCGTTCTGTCCCCAATAGACTGTCCATCAGTTGTGAGTTCCCGTAGTTGCAATTGTTATACATGTGATGCATGGCATGGCGTCCCGGTTGGACGTGCATCGATCGGTGCGAACTTACATTGTTGTAGACAAACATGGCTGTTACCGCAATGGCGATGTAAGGATGGGGCAGGTACAATAATAGAAACCCATTCACACTCGGAATGTTGACGAGCACCGACTCCCAAACGCTGAGGTACTGACAGTACAAAGGTCGCGTCACACTGTATGTGTGGTGCTGTTTGTGAATTGCCACATAGAACCACCGATGATGGGCAATACGGTGCAGTGTATAAAACACCACTTCGGTCCACAGAGCCCATACACACAGAATCACAAAGGCTTGCAACCAATCGATGCTGTAGTTAACGTCACCAGAAGGCGAGCGGTAGAACCATAGCGCACTACTGCACAAGAGGACAATGTTGAACACGGAATTCGCGACAGCACTTACCGTAAAGGGTGGTGCGCGTGCATCCTTTTGATTCACAAATGTGTCGTATACCTCGTAGATGACAACCCATGCAGCATATAGAACGATTGCAGCAACTCCGACCGTCCACCAGTAAAGTGCGGGCTGAGTCCACGTAAGTAGACTCAGAGTGGTTGCAAAAATGATAATATCCACAACAATATCTGACAATTTATCCATCGTATGTGTGTGCGGCTCTATCTACGCGTATGTAGCATATTGTCGGATACTATACAAAAACCGCTCTGGTGATGAAGAAAAAAATCTTATACATGATTTATACGTCCCATATGTATTAACACCATATATACGGTGATAGTGATACCACTTACCAAGCACAGCAATATAATGTGCCACGTCGGGAAGATCTATATTTTGCGATGTATGAGGGGTAAACCGCTCCGAAGACGAGCGTAAGGGCGCGTGAATGTGTGTGAGAGAGACTCACACATCTACAAATATATACGAAAAACGAGAAACTAGAGAACAGAAGCAGAGATGACAACGATTGCACTTCCACGCGTACGCAATTGGGAGATACGGTGGCTCTGCACGGCAACATGGTTGTACATGGTGCTCACGAGTATCATCTTCTGGCAGCCCTGGTTTCTGCGCGAATGCGTTTTCGGAATTCTGCGCGCCGTCGGGTTCTCTTTACTAGAATTCACGTTTACGGCATGCAACGGATCTGTACTCGTGTCAAGCAAACGATGCTCGTTGCGCCGTGGCCGAACAACGATCGAACAATTCTGCCTAAATATGTGCTATACAGTTCTACCTGGCATGCTGCATATGGCACTCTTTGGACAGTCGCACGCACTACTGTTCATCGTGTCGGCACCTCTGTTGTACTGGGTGTGTGAGGCTGTTCAAGGTTATTGTGTGATGGCGCTGTCCGATGATGGTGAGAACTTTATTTGGCGCTATCCGCAGCATCATTGGTTTGTGTTGTGTGACGGAAACATTCGCTTGGACTATGTGCACTGTTGGTGGATTTGTGGCACCCTAGAGTACATGGCGCGGTGCGTTGTTCCGTAGTAGAAACACACACCCACATATCTCTGTACCGCGTGTCAAATACATCTTTTAATAGTATATACACTATGTGTTGTTTCTCAAGCACAATCATCACAGTCTGAACTTTCACTGCTGCTGCAAGAAGAGGAACACGATGAAGAACATGATGACGACGAGGAGGAGCAGCACTGGTTGCAGTTACACGACAACGTTCCAAAGCAGTTAAAATTGAGCCAGTCCCCACCACAACAGACCGCGTTCAACCCGAGAAAATCACAACTGCCAAAGAAGACGACAAACAATGCCAAAATACCAATGATGAGAACAACGATCAACGCGATGGAAGGTAAGACGGAGAGGTAGAAGGCGAGCGCAAGAAGCGCAAACGCAAGTAACCACAGAAAGTAACTCGTTTGTGTGCGTGGGCAGGTTAGAATCTGCACAAACAGAATCAGTGCTGCCATTAAAATGAGAATGGCCGCCATGACCACCAGCGTTAGCGCCATGTCTGAGAATATACGTCTCGGCAGACTATTTGTATATATATAGTATGCTACAAAACGACACACACAGACTGCTGATACGGCACGCGTGGTATTTGCTTGTATTGCACCAGATACAAAAATGATACAGACTCATTTTTCCACACTTCAAAAAATAATAACACACACAGCAGGCAGAGACGACGACGTTACACCTGCGTGGACATATTCACTGTGCATGGCATGCAAATCGTAACGGGATCGACATCCGGCTCCTTCTTGGTAAATGTTAATGTTTGCGACGCCGAGCTTATAACGACAGAGTCAAATTTGGCGCCGCAGACGAGATCGGGCTCGCGCAACGTCTTGCGTAGAGTGCAACCGTTTCCATACGTAAGTGAGATATCCGTGAGTGCGCCAACGTCGAGGATTGAGAACACTGGCTGTGCTGCCAACTGCGTTGACAAACGAGAAAGAACAGACTCGTTTGACAGAGCTTGTGCGTCGAGCACTGTCACACAAAATTGCTGCTCATGTGTTGTCGGCGCGACGTCCACCGAGTGAGTGTCCGTCGTGAGGACCGGCTGTGAGGCGGCACCGGTACCACTAGTATCGTCACTTTCCGTCAACTTGGCACGCTTCGCAGGTGGTAACGCAGGATCCGTGTCGTGCTCGGAGTGCTGGTCCGCATGAGTCGGTGTCGATGCTGCAGAGTTTGACATGGTATCTTCGTTCTCGGTTGCGCGTACAGAGAGACAGAACAATTCACACCAAAGGAATGAATGCAACAACACTGTGTACACCGCGATGTTTTACACCCATTCTCGAGATGAATATGTTCTCGAGTACGTCATGTATACTCGAGCATGTCAACCTCTGTGGAAAACCACCCGATGAGTCGCCAAGAAGCAAGCACGCGCAAACATAGATACGAGTGCTATGACGACGGCAGCATACGCAGTCACGTGGCCGGCGCACCTGGGTTTTGAAATTCCGATACCTCGAATGGTGCTCGGTGATAGTACCGATGATGATGATAGTAACAGTGGTTTTTTTGAAGAACGCTCCTACCGTTGTGCGGCGTGCATGGCCCAAAGAAACGTGATTGACAACGCGAGTAAGACCGGTGATAGTAGTGAAACAAACGTAAGGAATCGCACGAACAATGACGCGTGGAACTGTTGCACCAACTGCAAAGCAGTGTGGTATTGTTCTCAACGGTGCCGTCGACGTGACAGCGCGCACCACACTGCCGTGTGTGCGTCATTGCAACTGCAGCGGCAAGATTTTGCCGCAGATCTTGTGGCGGCGATGAATCCTCATGACATGATCCGGTTAGCCCATCTGTGTGGTTGTGGTGGATTTGTCGTCGTTGTCGACAAGTGCGCAGTGCCGAGTGCGGATGCTGCTGCAAAGGACAGGAGAATGATAATTCCTGACAACATTCGAGATTGTATGCGGCTGTATTTTGTCTCGTACACGCAACTTCGTGACGCGCAATCCGTAATGCAGTTGCCATCATTCTTGCAATCTTTACTGATCTATAACATTGACACCCAATACTGCGTTACTGTCTGCCTTCCTTCGGACACATCACATGACAGTTTTGACTTTATGTGTGAAGCCGGTGCATCGTTAGAAACCGATGTCGGTAATGATGATGGATTCTACGACTATCTCCTAGATTGCATGTCCTAATATAGACACATGGATGTTGTGTGGCGGGATGTACAACTCGAGTTTTGTGTGTCTAACCTTGTCATCTGTATGTTATGTCTCACCGAATGTGTATGCATGTTTTTCGATAGAGGCTATCTGAAATGTGTGACTCGTCTTTTTGTGTACTGCCGGCGCCACACGTATAGTCTGCACACACAGTCCTCCTTTCGTGCAACGATTACGTGCTCTGTGGTGTGTGTGTATATAGATTAGTAACGACATTAATTATGAAGCGCTCGTTTGCGTCTGCGTTTGGAAAGAAAAAAGACAACGGTACCGGCGCCGCTGCCGCGCATCCGAAAAAAAAGAAACCCCATGGCCCTCCTGCGGTCAAGAAGGCAAAGCACACAGAGAGACCGGATGCCGCCGCTGCCGAGCCTGAGTCGTTGGGCAAGATGCGCCTTCCCGAGCGTGATTGGGCGGCCGTGAAATGGTCGCCCGAGCAATTGTCCGTCATCGATGCGGTGCGACAGGGCCGAAACGTATTCGTCACCGGGCCTGGTGGTGTTGGCAAGAGTACGCTGTTGCCCTACATTGCACATATTCTTCAAGAAGAGTGTGATCGTATTGTGCGCATTACGGCCACGACAGGTATTGCTGCGGACGCAATTGGCGGCATGACGTTCCACTCCTTTGTGGGCGTCGGACTCGGCCAGGGCGCGCAGGCCGACTTGATTCGCACGGCCAAGGGCTCCAAGGAGACAGTGTTGCGGTGGACGCAAGTGGACACCTTGTTTATTGATGAGATCTCTATGATGGACCCGGATTTTTTCACCAAGGTGGACCACATTGGTCGCGCTTTGCGTCACGAAGCAACCAAACCGTTTGGTGGCATGCAGTTGATTCTGTTTGGCGACTTTTTCCAGTTACCGCCCGTCATTACGGACAAGGAAAAGCGCCAATCACCCTTTGAATTTGCCTTTGACACGCCGTCGTGGTGGGACTTGGATCTTGTCAACGTCGAGTTGCGCACCATCTTTCGCCAGTCGGACGTGCCGCTCATTGGCGCCTTGAATCGGATCCGCTATGGGGAGCCCACTGCCGCGGACATTGCGCTCTTGATGACGCGACTCAACAGTCCTGCGCGACAAGCTCCCGGTGTGAAACCGACGGTGCTGTATAGTCGGTGCCGTAACGTGGAGGACGTCAATAAGGAACACTTGCGCCAACTTGCCGGCCTCGATTACGTCTATGAACACAAAACGGGGTGGATCACGGATGACGCCAACGGTGGGGAGGACGGCGGCCAGCGTCGATCTCGTCCCGTCGGGCAGGAACTGGAACGCTACTTGCGCAGGTTACAGGCGGAGATGCTTAAAAATACGCCTGCTGAGAAGACGGTCGTCTTGCGCCGCGATGCGCAAGTGATGCTTCTGATCAATCTGGACCAGGAGAAGGGCCTCGTGAACGGCAGTCGCGGTGTTGTGATAGGATTCGATGGCGCGTCGCAGCAGCACCCCATTGTGCGCTTTCAGAATGGTCAGGAGTTGACGATTGTACCCCACCAGTGGAAGCGTGGCGAGAAGGGCTATGGTGAGGTGTACTACACACAGGTGCCTCTTAAGTTGGCCTACGCCGTTACGATTCACAAGTCACAGGGTATGACGTTGGACTGTGCCGTCATGACAATTGACAACACCCTCTTTGAGCACGGACAGGCATATGTTGCACTCAGTCGCATCAAGTGTCTGGAAGGCTTGCAGTTGCTACGCTTTGATCCTACGGTGATTCGCGCACACCCTCGTGTCATCGACTTCTACAAGAGTGGATTTGTGCGGCCGAAACAACAACAGGCTCTTATGACGGAGTGGAAATCGCTCAAGTCATTCTTTTCCATTGATGCGCTGCAGTCACCCCTCTCTACCTCATAATGTAGAGACAGAGATTCCATTCTTTGAATCCCAATAAACAGCGTATATCTCTCTGTATGCGTGCGTCATCTATCTGTCACATCATCTACATGCGTGATGTTGTTATTCTATAAACACCAATGTACAAAGAGATCCACAATTAAGGCTATATTTACAAAGATTCTGTTGCAGGTGCCGTCTCTGGCGAGGGCTGCTCACGCGCAGGATAGCAATCGCGATACTGTCCATATGTTCCAAACACAGTGACATTGTTGTGTTTCGCCATAAAAGAACAGATGCTGTCGGCGAAGTATGACTGAATGAGTGTCGTCTGTAGATTGGTGGGTGTATTTGGGTAACACAGGTTCTCACCCTTCTTACATCGCAGATACTGCTTCTTAAAGTCACCGCTGTGCGTGTTCGCGGTCCACAGAGAACGATCAATCACAGAGATGCGCTCGATACCTGACAACCATTGACACATACCCACCATCATGTACAAAAATGGCTGGATGTTAGAATGACAGAGCCGAACAAACACCAAATTAGGCTTGTCCACCAAAATAGATGCGGCCGATTCCAACAAATCATCCACCTCGGGCGCGCTCTCCCTGAGAAGAACCACTGCAGGTTCGGTCAATAGCGCCAGCGCGGGAAACATGTCAATGGATTCATGTAGGTTGATGATGAGAACACGCTTCTCGGGCGCATTTTGAAACATGTTGGAGAAGGTCTGCTGCTGCGGTAATCCATGGTGAATATGGATGGAGGGTTTGGCAATAGCAACGGCGGTAGTGTTGCGATCAGTCATATGAGGCACCGAAAGAATGAATGCGCTCAACGTTTGTGTATATATATTATCCTTGTGTGTGCAAGGGACCCACAAAACTTTGTCTCGAGAATGCCACAGTAATTTTCGTAACTCGAGTGGTTTTATTTGTCAATAAGCCCCCATCAATCGCGCATTCTCGCACAGTATTGTGTCTGAACGATCAAGAGAGGCACCCCATTTCTTACAGAGATCAACAATATGTGAATGCCCTTCAGAGACCGCCATTTGCAATGCCGAATGAATATCGGTCGCGCCCCACTCGTCATGACACAGGCGTACAAAGTGCTCGTTCCCAACCGCAGCGGCAACAGCCATTGCCAAATCCATCTGTTTCGCACGATATTCGTTAGCTAATTTTCTACCATGTTCGTTTGTGCCATATTCTTCTATGCATATCCGGACAAGTCGCTCATGACCACCCCTGATTGCACCAGTCATTGCTTGGTTTACACAATCGGGCCCCCAAAAACCGTAGTGAGCGTAGCACAACCGCACTATCGACTCGTGTCCTCCGCGTGCCGCTGCCGCCATCGCAGAGTCTTTTTGGCTCGCACCCCACTCGTCGGCGCAGATACGCACTAATCGTTCATGACCACCTCGTGCAGCACGCCTCATCCCCCAATTCACATCTACGAGCATGTAGACATTCCGCAACGCAATATAACATTGGCGCATCAACCGTTCATGACCACCTCGTGCCGCTGCACCAAACATGCTCACGGTAGACATATTTCGACGAGATTGATTCCAGTCTTTTCTTTGTGATTGTATCCACTCTAACAAACGCTCATTATTACCGTAATGCCTTGCAAGTTGTACGAAAGAGTAGTAAGACCGTACGCCCGTGATGGCTCCACGTATCAGCACGGGAGAGAGCACATCGGCCCAAGACCGATACGCCATCCGGACCAATGGCGCGTGTGACAGCGCGTAGTGCGTGAGTATATAAACTTGAACATCCGTGCACAATTCTTTTTGCATACTCCTCTACACACACTATCATGTACTAATCTGTGAAATAGTAGTAATACACATGTACTACCACAGTCACAGAATGCATGTAAAAAAGAAGGAGAAATCAATCCTCCACGATGACGCGATATACGGCAAAACTCCTTGCACACAAACAACTCGAGTTTTATTCTCGAGTCAATATTCGAGAGTAATTATTTTTGGCATGCAACAGTAAACCAACTTACCACTACCTTTTTCTCCTCTCTCAACCACAGTACATCTCCATACACTCACACCTCAACCATGGCCTCTTTTTTCTTCGCCAAGAAGACTCCTGCCATTCCCGCTGCTCACACTTCTGCTCAGAATGTAGTCGAGTATCGTCAGAAGCGCAAAGAGTCGTTGACCAGGTGGCTCAAAGACTCTCTCATTCCGCACCTGAACACTGAGATTGCCACAGCCTCTAAGAATGGGTTGGTCTCTTTCGAATTTGTCGCGAACCGCGGTTTTCTCGGTAACAACGTTAAACTCGATGAATGGACCGGTGCCGGCTGGCTCAAGGAAGGTTTGTTTGAGCAATTGAAACAAGCACTGGCCGCCGACCTGTACATTGTCACATCTTCGTACGATCAGATTATGGGCACCTACACGATTGTCATCTCGTGGCCCGATCAGCCTCCTGCACCTGAAGTCATTGTCGAAACGGCCGTTCCTACACCTGTTGCCACTGCCGAGGCGCCTGTTGCTGCTGCCGAGCCTGCAGATGCTCCTGCGGCTGCCGCTCCTGTTCAGCCCAGCGCCTAAGCGCGTCTTCTTTTGTAAGACGATGCATGCATTTTCTCATTGTTCAAATAATAATAACAATATATATGATACAAAAATGCGTCTGTTGTCACTCACTGCGCTGTTACCTGGAAAGACGCAGTAGCAACGGGTATTGGGTTGGTGTCACCCTGTTCTTGCGTGAGTGCAATGTACAATAGGGCAAGTCGATGGCTATCGCCCTGTATGCATGTCATACTGGCATCCGTTAGGGTTTCCACAAACAAGGCAAACAACGATGCGTCCTTCTCACGGTCGGTAATCTCTAGCACTCGGCTCCATACAGCGTTTAGTAAGGCAAAAATGTTAACATGGCCAATATCGGCATCATAGTAGCCGCCCTGTGAAGCGTCCCACCGTGACACCATCTTTGCCAACACGGGTGCGATGGCGGTAACACACTCGGCGGACACGTTCGTCCGTTCATGATCCTTAAGCGTTCGTGAAATAGTGTCGACAAGAGTTTGTGCATCTGACAACGTCACGATGGGTCCATTGTGCGGTTGCTGCCGAAAAGAATGCAATTGCGGGTGCTCGCGCAAAAGATGGGTGTATGCGTGCGCATCCCACCCAAAGTAATACAATGCATTACTATTCATCTGTTGTTGGAGTTGCTGCTCCATATCCTCTACGCACTAGAGCACACAGAAGCACTCGAGGCGTGTGTATTAGGTTCGCGCACCACGCATATCGGGCTCTCAACAAATGCACGCAGTTCATAGAATATCTTTGTTCATTTTACACACCGACGCGACGTATCATTTCATCTTGCCCTAACAAACAACCCGACATCAGAGACACACTGACAAACGTCGTAATGTCCACTATCACAGCAGCCGTATTTCCGGACACAGGTCGGATTTCGTATCAAGAAACCGCGCTAAAGATGATGACCTTTGCAAATGTGTTTGCTCGAACAATCGCGCAGTTGAACCCCGCGTTGGAAGAATATGCGCCCATCGTTGATGTGAAAATATATCTAAACTATAAGGACGCGACTGCGCCCATCGCGGGTGTGATTGAGTTGAATGTACCGTCGTCACCGTCCTTCTATGAACGGTACAAAGTTACGTTACAAGCCCATGATAACGGCTTTATCTCCTGTCAATACTGCGGATGCGAACTTCCACTGCCTTCGGCCCCCTCTGTAGTCTACACGGATTCAATTGACGACCCAGTACTTGTAGCACATCGCGTGTTTTATGGCACTCAGTGTTAACACTTGTCTGACTACAGCCAATAAAATAGGTGTGTGTGCAGTCATGTGTATATATATATATATATATATGGAAAGAGTTTTGTACACGATGAATAATACACTCGAGTTTGTAAGAGATACATTGGAAAAACTACGGACCGAATCACTGCCGTCGTTGGACGGACGAGAACAACAGATGGTACCAAAGCGAAACCGCGTCAGAGTCACTCTTGCACACATTATGGAGGTTCAACACGACGTTGACGGACAGTGTTTTGTACTGACGGGTCAAAAAACATACACGTACAGGGACCGCATCAAGAGTGCGTTTCCGGAGGCAACATGGAACCGCGAGAAAAAAGGATGGTGTATTCCCTGCGATAATCAGACGATCGATGGAATACGATCGCGTGTAGAGCAATGGGAGACCAACGATGCACTTATAAAACAAGAGCTTCGAGTAGAGGACAAACGCCGCAAGCGTGCTATTAAGTTGGAGAGACAACGAAGTGAGCAATTTGCGCAGAGTGACGAATGCAAACAGCGGATAAAGTATTGGCAGGCAGTCTGTCCCGATATAGATCAATGGCTCGATATGTACTGCCGCGATAATGGAATTCACCAGCACCCGTCCTGCCAACGCTGTGTGTGGCTGGCGCCACAGTTTGCAGTGCCGTGGACGTCGTCATTACCTGTAGAACACACACCACCAGAGGAGGGAATGTCGCCAGCAACAGAAGAAGACAAAGTCGTCAACACACACCACACGAGTATGATGATCACAGCATGCCCATGGTGCATGCGCAGTTTTGTTGATTAATGTTTCGTATCATGTATATGCATAACTTGAAGTATTAATCAAAAACGGTCCTACAAATGGGAATGTCGTTCGTCTACGACCGATACCACCTGAGAAAGGTACGTAGTGTCGATAAACAGAGTACACCAACTCGAGTTTGAAAAAATATTTACAACATTAAGTACTCGGGTCCACTCTTTCTCCTGTGTACACACATGTTTGTGAAGTGTGTGCATGTTGGTGTAAGGTGTGTACACACTTCACCATAATGTGATGTACAGACAGACCGATATTGTTATACACAAAGAGAGTCACGTGGGTATCATATCTCGAGATTTACCTTAACTCGAGTTGTTGTACCAAAAGTTGTCCATTGTGCGCACAGGTTGTTATTGTTGGATAAAGTCTTTTGCACCGCCACCACATCTATTATAGATGCAGCAGCAACTGCCGTGTACACCCTTTCACATTGTTGTGCCTCCCTTTGCGCAATCACACTCGTTGCATTATTATGATGACTCTTGTGCATTGCCATCGCCATGGTCAGCACAGCCATCATCTGTAATCTTTGGCGATAATACGGCCCTACGTATGTACACGTCCGGCACTGCAATGGAATCGTCTTGGGCAGTAGCGAAACAGCGTCCTGCCGTACCACGTGCGCGTGACGAAGACGCAGACACATACTATTGCCGGTACTGCGACCGGACATTTCCACTTGAAAGCTTTCGTAGTCGTCAGCAGTTTGGAGCTCACTGCAGCAATTGCTCTCGGAAGCGTCGCACTCAACCTGCCGATGTTGACGCCTATTACTGCCGGTACTGCGACCGAACATTTCCACCTGGGACCTTTCGCGATCATCAACAGATTGCAGTTCACCGCATCAATTGCTCTCGGAAGCGTCCCACTCAATTGGCCAGCGCATCGGACGGACATGTGATGGACACTATGCCGGATCAAAGTGAGAACGCCACCTGCCAATCGAGTGAATCCGAGCATTTTTCTTTTGTCGCCGGTGGAGCAAACAGTGGGTGGTCGTGTCTTTTGTCGGTGGTTGAATCCGCCTTGTCCGAGGTGCAGTCTGCGCACTGATTTTGTATATGTTTCTATTTTTTGTCTGTATGAATCACCTATGCCTATAAATATAAGCTTGTATATTATGATTTTGTGTGTGTGTGCGAGTATCTTTTCTTTACAAGTGCAACGATTGAGACATGTGGCGTGCGAGGTCGTGGGTTGGTGTGGCCGCCGCCGCAACTGCGGCTTGCCATAGGACATCAAGGGTTTGGAGTAACGGTACCTGATAACGCGCGTTTCTGGACGAGGATGCAAGTGCGCGAGCGAGTGCCTCGACGCGTCGCGTAAAGTCATTGAGAATCATCACCGCATGGGTGGCATCGTCGCGATCGAGAGTATCACGGATGAGCGTTTGCACACGCGGTTGTGATAGAAATGACTGTGCAACGTCCTCTGGTGTTCCCTGTTGGGCATCGGCGCTGGGGAATTCGCGGATGGCTGCGGCGAGGCTTTCTCGCGCTGCGCCCAGTAAAGTCGTCACTGGTGCGATATTGCTGTTGTTGTACTTTCGTTGTTGTGATGAGTTGCTGCCACCATCCGCATCATCGTCATCGCCAACAACATCCGCCCATGTTTGAAATGTACCTGAGGATGCATGCAATAGTGGGCGAGTTCGCAGTGCCGCGCGACGACGATGGTTGTCCGAGTTGCCCTCTGTGGACTGTGTTACCGCCGGTACAACTGCTGTCGTGGCCGCTGCAAACGGACTCTGTTGTTGGGCGGGTGTCATACCGGAACCGCCGTCACCACGCTTTCGTTTGCGGCGGCGCTCTGCCGCAGTCATCTTGCTCAATTCGGCCTCCTCCACCTCGGGTCGCACATTTTGAAGTGCTTGCATCACGGGTGCCTGTGGGTACTGTTGTTGCAATTGTTGCACTGTTGCTGTCCACCGGTTGATAGCATCTGCGGTTGCTTCTTCTTGTTCCTGATACAGTCGCAACAGGTAGTCCTGCCACAGGCGCAACTGCAGTCGTGCAGTGTCGAGATGTTTGTTATGTTGACGCGCCCATGATGTGGCGAACTGCACAATGCCGTTCATGTTGTCCGGCCGTACGTTGCTCCGCAGGATGAACAGACCGAGTGGCTCCAGTCCCTGTTTGACATCGCGCTCTTGCAACACAAAGATGCGAGGGATGCTCTGCCGTTTACCCGGGTTTAGCACGCTGTTGATGGTTTTGAGGAGTCGCTCACGTTCCTTCTCATTTTGCGGTACAGGTTCGTGCTGGCTCCGCAACATGTCAACCAGTGGTTGGTATAGTTCGGCGTAATGCACACCACGGGCGTACTGTGGGGAGTGCTCCATGATCTCCAGTAGGCGCGCATAAATACTGCGGCGAGGACCCTTGAATCCCTGTAACGGGTCTTGTTCAGCGCGCACCTGCAGTTCGTCCAGGAGGGCCACCGAGTTCTGAATGTTATCGTCGATGCGATCGATTTGAGCGCGGAGACGTGCGCGTTCGTACTCATCGACCGTGTGCTCCAGTCGCTCACTGTATTGGCCGCGCATCATCTGCTGTGTGAGAATGCCATCACGGATGTCGTCCATGCGATCCTGCACATCAGCCGTCGGGCCGCCGATAAAGTCACCGGCGCCAACATCAGTGGCTTCAGCGAGGTTGACGTCCTGCTGCAGCACGCGACCGTAGAGGCGCCGGGCACGCGCTTGCGGGATGCCGAGCGCTACCATTTCCTGCACGGTGAGGCCCCGCGCCACCAGTTCTTCGTCGCTCGGCAGCCCGCGACGTGCGCGCTCGACCGCGGCGGTCTCAAGGGCGGCCTCTTGGCGATCGCGCTGCGCTCGGGTCAATTTCGGTCGTTTCGCCGGCGGCGTGATCTCGCGCTCTGCTTCCGGGGATGAAGACGCCGATATTGGTGGATGTGACAAGGGTGATACTGGTGGTTCTTCTTCATACTCTTCTGCACCGGCCTCGGGTGCAACGAGTCCGTACTCGGTGCGGTCGCGCCACTTTTGGATTGCGCGCGCGTCAATCTGGTCGATGAGTTTGAGCCACTCGTCGTTCTCGTGCACGGCAAAGGTCTTGCTCAGACGGTGAGCCATCTCCTGCTCCGACTCCTGTGGCGCGTTGTGCAACACGTTTTCCAGGCGCGCAATCTGTTCGTCCAATCGGCGTCGACTCGCACTGCCGGGTGGGAACGTGCCCTCGCGCTGCATCTTGCGAAGCGCCTGCAAGCGATGCGCGACGGCGGCAAACCGTGGAGGTAAACTGAGCGCCGTGTCGCCGCAAGAGTATGCCAGTGCGCGGCGACGTATCAGGTTCCGCACTGGGAACTGCAGTGTGCGGCCGTCGGGTGTGATGCAGAAGAACTCGATCGCAACACCACCCCGCAGTGGAATCGACTGGTCAAACTTGTCGCGCAAGGTGACGGCGCCATTATCGCGATCGACGTTACCGATCCAGGCCGCGCGCGTACCGGCCTCTGGGAGCGTGATCGTGCCGATCGCGGGGTTGTACGTCTCGACCACCAGTTTGGAGGGATCGCGAGGGTCTTGCTGAACGCGACGCGCGAACACGGCAATTTGCGTGCCCGTCTTTGGAATCACACTCTGCACGTACATTGTGTCCGCATCCCACAGCACGCGTGTTTGCTCCTGTGTCTTGTCATCGCGCCACACGAATCCAAATTGCGCGCAGTCCTCGTCCTGTTCTTGCCCTCTTTGCTGCTGTCCTGGACCAGCGGCGGCCGCCGCAACAAAGGTAACGTGTGTCGTCGGCAGTGGTTGGTGTGACGCGGCGGCACGGCCATGTTTGCACTTGTGACATGTCACCACGTGTGGCATCGGTGCGCCCAGTGTGGAGGGCTCCATGTTGGTCATTTGCGCCTCGACGGCGAGAGGGGTCTCATCCCAGTCGATTGTGCCGGGCTCCTTGTTCTTGTACCCCACGATGAGGCCCGTGTCGCGGTCTAGGATGGGCCACAAGTCGTTCGCGGAGTAAATGTACGCCCACCGCTCTCGCGCGTCATCCACAATGTCCTCTAGGGCATCTACCATGAACAGAAGCGTCTTTTGTGCGCTCTCTTTGGCCGCACGTGAAAATCCGGTGCCATACGCGCGCTCGCTCAGATCGCGCAGAATGTACTTCCACTCGCGCCAGTAGTTGGGTTCGTTGGCGTAGTCCAGCGGAGCGTCCAGATCAACGCTGAGCAGACTCTCCACCAGACTGCGCAACAGGGTCTCTTCGTCGCTCGGATCGCGTGTCCCATCATAAATGCCGCGCAGTGCTTCAATCAGGTCCAAGAGGAATTGTCGTGCTGCAAGACGTTCGGGGTCGTCTGCGCGCCGGCGTGCACCGACTTCCTGTGCGTCCTCCTCGGGCAACAAGAGGTGTGGCAACAGTTCACGCGGCCGTTGCGTGTCGCCCTCGCGAATCATGCGCGAGATCTCTCGGAACAATTCAATATCGCGCGCACGCACGGTAGCCTTGCTGTACCGCTGCGCGAGTTGCTCCAGGATATACTTGCGGCGCTGGTAGGGATCGTCGGGATACAACTGCTCGGCCTCCTCGGCCGCGCTCGTCTCGGGTGCCAGACGCGCGGCACGCATCGGTTGCTCGCGGCGCGACCGAATCACAATGGGCACGACCACGCTGTTGAGTGGCAAATGCTCCTCCTCCAGGCGTGACTTGAGGCCGGCAAAATGGTCCAACGCATCCGTCTCTAACTCAAAGTGTTGCTGCTCAGCACTGCCCACAGGGATCTCTTGCGCCCCTGGTGTGGGGTGACCCGTGCTCCAGTCAAACATGAGCGGATGGATAATATCGATGCGCACTTGATCCGATCGCGGGTCGACCAACAATTGCCCTCGCTCGTACAAATCGTGCAGCCAGGCTACAATGTTTTCACGATTGATCGCCGCAGACTGTGCGGGAAATGTCACGTAGGGCGACGCGCCTTCCACCTGCGGTACGTCAAAGTACACCTGAACGAGATAGTTGCCCTCCGCTGGTCGGTTGGTCTCTTGAATCGGAATCGGCGCAAGTAGACGCATGCGTCGCCGCTGTTCGGCCTCGTCAATGATGCATGCGTCGATACTATCAATGATCTGTTCTGCTTGGTCGGGTGGATAGTACCGCCGGATGAAATCGTTGCGGTCAAGAATAATGCGGCGGCCCTTTGTCGTCAACAAAAAGGTATCTGAAATCGAGTCCCACTGATACTCTCTCGCTTCGGGATCCGCCGGACTGAATCCTTCCAAGTAGGGCACCTGGTCAATCGGAACCGTCGGGTACATGGGCAAGGTTGGCGGTGCCACATCCTCAGTCAATACCACTGTCGCCGACGAGGAAGGCAATTGTCGCTGCATATGGTGTCCTGTGTGTGCCGCCTTCCTTTAGTTTCGGTATGTTTTATGGTGGAAGGGGCAACTAAATAATGCAAAAATCAATCAATGTACACACACACACAAACGTCGTGGATTATGTATGTGTGCGCCCCTCCTCTTTATCTCTCTGGACAGTGTACAAAAATATTACCCACCGTGCCACATAATTGGTGGTGGCGTGGTGGTAGTATCATATGTGATGAAAAGTTGCATGCATAAGACACGCAGAGTAAATAACGGGTGCTACGATCCCCCTCCTCCTCATTTGTACGTACATACATAGAGAATATACACACAAGGTCTCGTGTAGATGGAATGAGTCAAACAAACCATTCCTGTGGAGTATATATGCACTTGCTCGTGCATAGTACATAGACAGACAGACCTACTGCGCAACCGAAGACCAAAGGTCCAGAGGAAAAAATGGAGGCACCAAAGACGGAAATGAAGTTTATGACGCGTGAGATGGCAGCCAAACTGGCAGCCGACGCCGAGGAAAAGGACGGTACAAAGGTCACTGTGTTTGAATACACGAGTGATGACGATGACGATGCTGCCGATGGAAACAACCCCACGGATATTCCACGTGTTCCGAGTGCGCGAACCATTACAGTGGCTGAACTCGAAACTTTACTTGATCGTGTGAAGCAAACAGCGGCAATCGTGCAGGCCGAGCATGTTGACTGGGACGATGACGCGATTCGTGACGAAGTGATGCACCGCGAACCTGCCATTATGGAGCGCATCGGTGCAACGCATGCCGTGATGATCAAGTTTATCGCGTCGCGCGACTATACGGAGACACACGAGAGCATTCTTGGGTACATGTTGTACATTCGTAAAAACGTGGAACAGGGAGCCATTTCAGAACGCGAGGCAGACTACATTGTTGATCAACACGTCCGAAAAGAGGTAGCGAAACTACAGAAGAACTCACAACAACCACAACAGCAAAGCAACAGTATGAGTACTGGTAAAAGTAGCAAGAAGAGGAAACAAAGAAATAGGTAAGTGTGTTGCTGGTGCCGGTGCGCGCCTCGGGTCGCATATTTACACGGTGTAATGACACCGAGGACGTATGTGTGTTCGAAAATAGTGTACATGTAATAATAACAAACCGGAGAACACGAGCACGAAATATATCTGTGGATGTATGCATGCCGCCACCGTGCAGCAGCAACAGCAAAGGCATTCCGGATACCGGCTGGGCATGGCCACCACGGCGGCACCGACACTACGACCCGCTGTTGGTGGTACACCAATGAGAACAACGCCAGCAACAGTACCACCCTCTCAGAAAGTTGTTGTTATTTTGTACGACGACGAGAGGGACGCTGTGGTAAGCGACGTTGCCAAGGCACTCACAGATCGCGGAGTGATGGTACAGACGTGGTATGTGCCATCGGGTCGATTCGATGTGTCCTCTGTCGCACCAGGCGTCGGCACAAACATCACGTACTTGAATCGGTGCATTGCTGCGACAGCAACGCCGGACCCGCAATCCATGGCCACGGCGCTCATTGCGTGGTTGCAGTGGAGTGGGTGTCGCGTCATTAATGGGGGCAGTCTTACGTCGGCGTACGTTACGTCATCCCGCGTTGCGCAGTACATTGCCGCGCGTGCGGCGGGGTTGCGCATCCCGCAAACATTTGTGTGTAGTGGTCCCAAACAGACGCTACGGGCGTTATCGCTCATGACGCATCCGAACCGACCTGTCATACTCCGCACTGTCACGGGAGACCAAGTATTTTCATCCGTACAGGCCGCGACACGGGCCGTGACATACTACCCGACTCCACAGCACCTGCCACCGTCCAATTCACATTCAGTTACTCCTGCAATAATGGTGCAAGCGTATATTGCACCCATGGCGCCACGGGATTACATTTATCGATTTTACTTTGTGGGGGATCGTCTGACGTACGTACTCCGTATCGCCCGACACGTCACCACATCATCTACAATGCCTACACCACCATCACAACCACACAACTATCCTTTCACACTCCAGCAACAGCCGCCGCCACAAGAACCCATGTTCATCATTCTCCTACGCCCCGACAAAGAGATTGCCTATGCGCAAATGGCACACTCGACGGCTGGCATCGAACAATTTGTTTCCAAATGCTTGCAACTCAAGAAGAACTTGCAGGTAGACATGTGCACTATCGACGCGCGCCTTGACGAAGATGGCCAGTTTGTGTTTGACGGACTAGACACCCGCATCAACGTTGTCAAAGTCGCAGAAAAGGGCGCACAACTCATGTACAAACTACCTTACATTCCCTCCGCTGTAGACGCCATGGTCGCTCTCTGTATGATGTAACTTGCGTATATATGTACCACCACACATGTGACTCTGGTTTCTTTTTACTGCGGTGCCATAGAGACATTTGCAGTTGCACCCCACTGCTCCTTGCATCGGCGCACAATTGTGCTGTGACCGTTGCGGCCTGCTTCGAGCATTGCCGCGTTGACATGCTCGACCTGCCTGCATCCGTACGTGTCGTGGCACAATTGCACAATCGACTCAAATCCATTGCGGGCTGCCAATTTCATGGCAAGATAAACGCGCGTGGCACCCCACTGTTCCTTACATAGTCGGACCAAATGCTCGTGTCCACCCTCGGCAGCACGTCCCATTGCACGATCCACATTATCGGCTCCCCACTTTTCGTGTAACAATCGCATCAGTCGTTCATGACCACCTCGCGCCGCCAGGGCAAACGCCCAATTCACGTCACGCGTATCAAATTCGTGGCGACAGTAGCCTACAAGGTTTACATGACCGCCACGTGCCGCGTACGCCATGACAGCACTAGGGTTTTTAATCCTCCAACGATTCGCCATCAAATCCACAAGACCTGCGTAACCGCCACGTGCCGCACTAACACAGGCATGTTGAATCCAATCCTCAATGTGTCGCACTGGATAATAAAATAATCTCTTCACTGTGCTATGGCGCATCTTGTCGTAGTAATCTTCAAAAATATGGTAATGACCACCCCGTGCGCCGCCGCACATTATTTCCTCAAAATAGGACATGGTTGTCACGGATACATCGCCCATGTTGATGCGGGAAGAAGCAACAATCAACGCGAGCAAATCACGATGACCATAGCGTGCAAGATTGCCTCTCGTTGACAATGATGTCGGATTAGTGTTCACATGACGCTGTAGTAATTGTCGCCACTCTCGACACGCCAACCGAAGCAAAGGACCGTGGCTTGACGCGTACACAACACTAATCTGTTTTACGACGTCGGGAACAAGTATCTCCATATCTTCTCTGGATACACACACGAACAATCAGGGAGACTGACCAGAGAAACATACTATATACTCCGTGACACGCATTCACAAGAAAATCTCGAGTAGTAGTACTTTTTATATAAATATCGTTTGCATAATACAGGATCGGACATTACAACATATGTGTGATACCGGACCACTACGATGCGACGCTGTACATGCGGCCAATCACGAGCCGACTGGCGCGAATCAAATGGCGTACCGTCGCCACCAAGTTGAACATTGTCGTGTTGACAAGCGGGATCAAGTAGGGTCTTTCAGCCAGTCTTTGAATATTCGACTTGCGCAAATACCCAAAAACCTCCTTCTCATCCTTGTCGTACAACGTACCGAAGGTATCCTTGATGGCAGTGTCTGACATGATGCTATTCATCATTCGCGCAATGGCACAAACCTGTTCATTCAATTCCGTTTTAGGGGTGTCGGGTTCAATGTCATCCTTCATTTCGCTCGGCCTCTTGCCATCCAAGGCTGGAACGGGTTCAGAGGGGTCCATGATAAGATCCAAAATACTCTCCAGACTTTGCAGCAGAGCCAGTCGCGCAATGGACAATGCATGCCATTGCATCGTTGTCATCGTCCGCTTGTCCAAATCCGCACACGTACACCACGAGGTGTGGTAAGTGTCCGCGATACGTGCGGCCTCGTGAAACAATTGCACTCGCGAAATGCACAGATGGAGCGGTAAATCCACGATAATACCACTACCACCACTTGAATTGGCTGTCGGTGCAGGTTGTGTAGTTCCAGCAGCGGTGCCCGGTTTTGGTGTTGTCTGTTGTACCGTTGTCTGAACCTGTACCGACATAGGTGACGAGAACAAATCTGCGAAATGTGCCATCTGAGCACTAAAATATACACAATATGTGCGTAGTACGGTGTCACAAAGAGATAATCGTGTGTATTGATTGTGACGACTTACATGAATTTCGCTCATCGGAACCAAAAGCACTCGAGATATGAACATCTCGAGTTGTCTCATTCCGCACCGTTGACGTCATTGTAGTTGTACTCGCCATCAGCATCGTCGCCATCATCGTAGAATCGAGTGTGTTTGTAACTCGTTGCCGCAACCGGCGTGCGCGGGGTTTTGACAGACTTGACGCTGGCCTTTTGAGTGATTCCGTGGCGGCGCGTGTAGTCTGTGTGCTCGTCCTCCTGAATGTCACGCATGCAACCACAGTAGCGGTGCACCTTTTGCTGGGCGGGCTCAAACAAGATGATATCCTCGAATCCCCTGTTGGCTGCCTTCATTGCGGCGGCGTATGGGGAAGCGTTACGAAACGTATGTCCCATCGATTGTCCCTGAGGTGTGACGAGAACAAACTTGCGCTTCTTCTTGTCCGCAGGATCCTGTTGGTCGTAATCGTATGCATAATCTTCCATGGTTTTGTCGTTGTGTGTCTAAAAATAGAGCGAGGGCGCCTACGGGATCGGTTGATGGATGATGAGGGAAAACACGACAAATGTATCAGGGATGATATGTCGTAGGTTTACTTCCTTTACACATATCCATTCTTCGCGTCGACGAACGATAGGGAACCATAATACACGTATATACGTTGCGGAACGTCGTATGTTGTCTCTGTTGATACATGCATAGGATGGATGAGATGCGTATATATGTCAAAACGGACAAAAACTAGGTTACATGCGCACGACACACCCGGGCAACGACGTCGAGGGTGGAAACAAAACAACTCGTAGTTGCAATGGAGACTGTTTACAATGAATATGAAAAGATGTACATTGCGTACGGCAACGTGCATACAATGCTTCGGAATAGGGGATACGATATGACGTTGGTACCGGCACACATGACACCCTTGGAGTTGGCGCGTAAACTACTGGACGTTGGCGAATTTTTGTACACGGTTAGACGCGCCACGGACAACGATTCTGTGGGAGTCTTCTTTTGCTCAGATCCGAAATTGGGTGTCGGTCATTTGCGCAACTACTGTAAACATTGCGACACCGAACTACATATTCGGCACTGCTTAGTGCTCACGTACGAGGTGACACCGTTTGCGACTGCGTTCGTCTTAGATCAATTACGTCAAGGACAGTATGATATTGAAATCTTTACGTACGAGGAGAAGCAGTTTGATTTGATTTCGCATGCGCGCGTCCCGCCTCATTCAATTCTGACGGAAGAGCAGAAACAAAAACTACTCAAAGACTTTCACATCACACATGAGAACTTGCTCCCACACCGTCGTCTGGACGACACGTTGCGCCGGTACTACAATCTACCCGTTGGAACGGTCACCGAGACACTGCACACGACTGGATCCATGGAACGAGCGCCCTACTATCGCATTGTCATGGACGATACATAAAACTATCGCTGTCTGCACAATATAGGATGACGTGTCTGTACATATACGTATATTCTTCCGTATGTCGTCGCGCTTAACAAATAGAGGACACACGAAACGCCGCTCTCGCGACGCGAAACAACAGAACCGATGTTCACAGTGAATAATATTCCGCGTGTCGTTTGCGCGCAAATTTAACGCGAAACAAAGCAACTACCACTGTCAAGCATACGTGGTGTGTGTGCTTCACTCGCCAAGATACGAATTTGAAAAAACCTGTGTGTAGAAAAGTGGGGCAGTAGAATAATAGTAAGAGAGAGAAACACGACGCACGCCGACAAGATAAATTTTATGATGCTGCGACGTGCAAGTACGGACGATTTGGTTGCGAAAATGAAGAATAGTCAACAAAACACACGACAAAGTGGGCATCGCAAATACCCAGATGCGTCCACATCTTCTTACACGAGCGACGAGGATGCAAACACGGAGGCAGGTAGTGAAGACGAGAGTGCCGATGATATAGATGGGGAAAGCCGTTCGGAGGATGATTCCTATGTCCAACCTGCCGTTCCTCAGAACAACAACAACAAACTGCTGCAAAAGTACCCTCCTAATCCACACGACGCGTCCGGTTCAGCATCTTCTTCTGCGTCGGATGGCGACAGCGATGATGCACTTATTCCCGAATCATCTCTTGGAGCAACAGCACCAAGTGGCGGTAGTCATGTGCAACAGAAGGTACAAACATCAGCGTCGTCATCATCCGCATCGTTGCCACCACCACATGATGTGACCGCACCCGGTCCCGTTGAGCATATTCATATCTCGGCATCTAACTCTGCGGATGTGGATGATATTGTCGCAAGTGTTGTTCAGCGTAAACTTGCAGAATATGAAGCACTACAGCAACAACAATCACCACAAAGCCCAACCGGAGCCGGAACGACGTCGTCAGTGGAAAAGAACAACACCAAGAAGAACACTCACAGCAGTAGTGGTGAATCCTCTCGGTCTCGGAAGCATCGCTCATCATCTGCGTCTTCACAGCGCTCGTTCAAACACTGGCGTGGCGTCGCGCAAAAGGAGTACGACACCTTCTCGACGAGTGTCCATTCGTTTTTCAATGACCACCCACGACACACGGGGACGGAATCTTGGCGGGCTCACTTTGTGCTCTGTGCAGCGTGCGCATGGCAGTTGCTGTTGGCCGCCGCGTGGTGGGCGCGTGCCAAAAAGTACGCCCTCGCACGGCAGGCCTTCGTGCTGGCGGGGTACTTTTTCACGCATGCGATCGTGCCTGTGATTCTAACGTGTGGACACGGCATGAAAGTGTATGTCACCGAACTCATGTCCAAGTGTGACGCTGAGGAACGCAGTCTCCAAGATGACGGCCCATACGTCGCACTAACAAACGTAAATAAGATTCTATCGGACATTCGGCGCGCCGCTGCACGGCAACAGCCACCACCACCACAACAGCCACCACCACCTCCGCGCCGATATAACGCACCGCCTCCTGTAGCAGCAGCGGCAACAACACATACACGCTCGCGTCGACGACTCCCCGGTATGTAACTACCGTCGCGTGTACGTATTATTAAACACATATATGTATATCTGTCTACAAAGATTGTGACTGAAACAACGATAAAACGCACATGTTTATATTATACGTTAGTGTGGGGTTGGTGTTGTACGCATGCACCACCTGTGCGTGTGCTTCCTCTTTAGTGTGAGAAGCATACACTTGCTGAAAAATGGCAGACAATAACAACCGCACGTGCATCATTTCGCGAGAAGACAGCCCACTGTACATTTACTCGGTCTCTCAGGGATGGATACCTGCAGTCATGACGTCCAAGTATCGTGACACGTACGAACAGATACGACGTCTACTCGTTGCAGGTGTTGCGCAAGCCCAACATACTCCTACCGCTATACGTAAGGATGGCAACACGTTTGTATACCCAATAGTGCCGTCGCCGTCGTGGGGGAGCGTGATCCAGCATATTGTGGACGGACCGGTGATCACCGATGTACATGCGCTGCAGCGACACCGGGCGTGTACTGTTTGCACGTGCCAGCAACGTGACGAGAGCACACAAGGTGTGCGTTACCTCGCATATGGTATTCGGCACGATGAAGACTCTGACTACGGCATTGGGTTGACACTCAGTAGTATCAGGCGCGAGGAGGATCTGGACACGTTAATGCCAGCCGGCAAAAAGAACACGGTTGCCTATTATCTTCCATAAACGAATCGATGTATATGAAACGCGCATAACCATAGAGTGATGACACGCACATCATGACAAAGAATTTAGTCACTCACTTTTGTACATACAGCAGATCGCGTCACATCTTCACATGGTACGTTCAACCACAAAAAAACAACACCAGGAACATGTACGATTCACTAGCGGAGATTTGTGATTACTACAGAGACACAAGGTTGGTGGTATATACGCACAGAATGAGGTACGTTTATGTTTATTCGTTCCAATCGATGGGCCTTTTTGCCAGTTTTCTTTTGCGAAAACAAGCATACACACACGTATTACGAGAAAGAAACCCACCCTGGATACTATATGTAATTCCAAACTAAACCAAATACACACATATCGCAAAACAAATGCACACACATTCCCTTTCGCACTGTTAATGCACAGGTTTGTTCTTTCTTTCAGGGCAAGTAAGCTTACACATGGGAGAGAGAGAGACACATGCGCGGGGTAAACCGTGATGTTCTGGAATTCGTATTTTTTTCCGGCCTTTTAGCAGATGGAGAGGGGCGATTTCGTTTTTATCTCGCCACCACCACACAAAAAAACCTGTACGTTCGTTTTAACATCCACACGGGTGTCAAGTATAACAAAAGCGCGCGAGTGTTGCAGAATTTGGCACCACAAATACCAGGGCCATCGTTGCAGAAAACCTTTCGTGAGCGCAATACAGAGAAAAGGCAAGGATGACCACGGTAACTTCCGCGGTGATTCCCGCACCGCCGCCAGCACCATCACTCACACAAACGGATTTGTTGCGCCGTCTATTGGTAGCGGAAGAATTGACAGCGGTGGGTGTTGCAAAATCGGCAGCCGACCTGCAGCAGCAAACTCAACTCGCGCAAGCAAAGTGGCGTATATTTACCTATGTCTTCTTTGCCGTTGCCATCTACCTACTCACAAAATATTTTACCACCACAATCACATACGACCAAATGATCAAGGACATTGACAAAGCCCTCAAACAGAGCGACTTGACACTGCACATGACGGGCACCAAAATTGCGCTAGCGTTCAATTATCCTATTGCCAACTTTCTCATCTTTGGCGGTGGTCAGTTCGCCACGGCAGTTGTTTGGGCATATTACACTCCCGCATTTTCCAGCGATTTCATCGCCAACATGGAGCCCAATTTGCGCAAAATGTACGATATCAGCAAAAACAGCCCGAAAACGTCGGCACACGACATTATTTGTCAGGCCTTTGGCAAGGCTGCCGGGGACGCCGAGTGTATGAACGTGTGCAAACAGCCTGCGACAGCAAATTTGATTGACGGACTGGCGACGACTGCGAGTTTCGCTATCGGACTGGCACCCTTTGAATTTCCCGTCGGTCTCATCGTCGGCATCATCGGGGGCGCGAGCACGTACTTGCTCCGGTCGTACGGTCAGTACAACCAATGCCGCCAGACACAACAGTATTGCATTCATTCCGCCCAGAACGCATGTCGATCGCCCTTCGGGGGACAATAGTTCATAATAGTGGAGCGCAGCACAAACAATTTAACTGTATAATATACACACACAAAAGCACAAACAATTTTTTTAACTGTCTCAATCTTCTGTGACCGACTCCACACAGGTGTCATATGTCGACGACCATCCGTCAACATCCAAGGGTTCCTGGCATAGACTGAACAATGTCATATTGATCAGGCGCGTAATATGATCAATTGACCAGGGTTCGGCGGGAACTTTCGGAGGATCCACCACAGAATAGAGGCGACAGCGATAAAAGTCCGAATCGTCCAACTCTCGTCGGACGCGTGTATAGTAGTGCCGAATCGCATCATCAACCTCATATGCACCACCCTGGGCAGCATATTTGATACGACTGCAAATCAAACACGCATGAGAACAGCCATGCTCGCGCAACTGACGGTCCGTAAGCATGGTCATACAAGCACCATAGGATTGACCAGTGCCATCATTGAAAATATGCTCCACGGGAATCCAGTAAACACGATCGTTCCACGCAGGACGAAGCGGCACGGCATAAACACAATTGTCATCTTTTCCACTACGAAAATTCTGCAACAAAATACCGCAACGGGCGTGGTGCTGCGGGTGTGACTGAGACCAACGCGATGGCGTTGACCAGTGCGACACGCGGTGCCAAATGTAAGGTTCTAGCGCATGCGACTTGAATGCATGAATATTCCAATGCTCCCAGAAATTCTCGCCTCCATGGAGCGTATAGTCAAACGACAGGGTCGGCGTCTTCGCCTTCTTCATGGCGGCAAGAACGGCATTGAACGACTTTTCCAACGCGCTCCCAGCGCGCACAAAATACGCGTGGCGACAGGCACAATTTTGAATCAGTTTGGGTAACAGACCGAACCGGTTCAACTCTGTCAACAGGGAGCGCTCAAACTCTGCCGCCGTCGGCAAGCGCCCACCATCCTCCTGCACAACATTTGCCATGTCGTTGTTCATCATCAACAACGCGACATCATCCTCACTCGTCGTAGCCACAGGCGACAGTACAGTGTTATCCTCCTCCTGAACTGCAGCAACAGCAGTATCCGCACAACCAGGACGACAAATATCGCCCAAGGAGCGCAACAGTGTCGTATTTAAAATGTTCGAAATGTATGCCTGATAGAGGTCTCTCTTGCGTCGTTCTGTGCACTCTAACCGATCCTCATCAGCACAGGCGCTACCATCGACATCATCATTTTGTCCAGGCTGTACAACAGCAGCGGCGGGAGGTGCGTTCTCACACATGTCGTCTGGATGTTGCTCATCGCGGGAGTCCATACTACCCTGGTCCTGGTCGTGATGATGCGACAGAACATGGCCGCCGCCAGGTGAGTTTTGATACACCAGTCGAAAGCGACGGCGCTTCGACCGGCCTCGAACCGCACACAGTTGTTTCTCCATATCACCGTGTCGTACGGACGATGTCGTGGTACTGCGAAAACTGTGGAGTATATACTGATATTGAGGTACGCAATATCTCGAGAAATAATATACTCGAGAGGCTTTTGTGACCCGTGTACGCGGTTCTTCTAGCAATCACAGACAGACACAACAACATACGCCTTCTTAGGATGGCCGAACCTTCTTCTTCTACAGACGTCACCGTGATTCCGGCCCGTGTCATCTTTGCGGTGAACAAGGTCGATGTAAGACCTGTCAAGGTGGTTGGCGATGATGACCGATATGACGTGCGCAGAGCCATCAATCGCGTTCTCAAACAACATCATGTTGAGCAGGCCAAGAACCGATCGAGTACAGCACCGCGCGCGTCCAAGTCCATTGATTGTATCTTAGCAACGTCGGTGCCACCATCTATTCTCGATACCGCAAGCGGGCGCATATCCACCCCGACCTCTGTGTTTACGGCCACCTCTCTTCACGGCCTGGTCGGCTCCGTGTTGCAGGCGCACGCGGATCACAATCGCCTCGTCATTACGCCGGACAATATCTGGACGGCCATTCTGACCCAATTGTCCTTTTGGGTGAATCGCCACGCCGAGGCTTTGCGCCACGTGTGGGTACCGATGACAGCGCCCGGCGAACAACGTAAAGTCCACGTGCATGTCGGAATGAGCACGCGCAACTTTTGCTCTGACCACATCATGAAGTATGTTGAGGGGATGCAAGTCGATGCGGCACCTGAGACGATTGACCTCATTCAGTGGGCCCTACCCACCTTTAGTACGACCACACCCACACAACGCGCCGTATTTGGCGCGATTCTCATGTCCGCACTCAAGGCGTACTACTCGTTTGAGATGTCTATTGGCTGCGGGATCCCCGAGATAGAGTTATGCGGCACAGTGGCAGACTATCAACTGCTCCGCAAGCGCATTGATCGCCTCCTGGCGTTTGAGATTATCGAAACGAAGAAGAAGCCCGGTCGCGGTGACGACAATGTCGGAGCCAGCAACCCGATTCGTCGATGGTATGCCATGTTGAGCGTGGTCCTGGACCAAATGATTGAGGCTGCGCGTGGTAAACCCCATCGGCCATTTTGGGAGCAGATTGTGCACATGTTTGGTTCTGGTTACACAGATGACCCCACGGAGGCCTCTGGGTGGATCTTGGCCTTTTGTCCGTTCAATATGCACGGCCACTGGTGCCTTCGCTCGGGCGCACCACAGTACGACACACCCGAGTACAAGCGAGCAGCAAAGTGGATCTACAATGCGGATGCGATTTGCGGCGAAGCGATGAACATGGGTTGGATGAGCCTTGATAGCATTTCGGCATGCTTGGCACTCGTTCCTATTGAACTTGTCGACACATGTCCCGTGTATGAGCCAAAGACACAGAAGCTCTCAAACAATTCCACGGTCACTTCGTCAAAGAAGACAACCGCCCCAGACGACTCTTCCGACCATGACGACCGCGGCAGCACCAGTGGTGACGAATCATCCGACGCCATTGACAGTGACGACGTGCGTGAATTTGTGTCATCATCATTCGACGATGATGATAACAATTTGGAGGGTGACTCTGCTGAGGACAGTGACAGTGCAAGCGACAATGACACCACCGGGTTCTCTCAAAATGGCAACACCACTGAGACGGATACGCGTCGTCGTGAGGGTGATGAGGATGAGCCGTTGTTGTACCTGGCCGCCGGAAGTATCCTGTCGACCAACGTCCACGCGGACGGTCAAACACTCGCCATCCGTGATGACTGGTTTCTCACATCGACAAAGTAAGTACCCCTGTATGTGTATCTTTGTATTTTCTCGTCTACAATACACAATCAATGAACGAGAAAACAAGCAGTGTATATTGAGGGTATATATAGACACACTACTCGTAGATTTTCTTTACTCGTGTTCGAGCAGTTTTGCCACTACGGGACCCTTCGACGCACGTATCTCTTCGAGCGAGAGACCCTCCAGTTCGTGCGGAAACACGACCCACTCGTCCGTCGCTTCAACAAAATAGTCGGGCACAAGCGCCGTCTTGTTATTCTTGGGCTTGTAGAACGCGGTCGCGATGCGAATACTGCGCGGCACGTTCAATCGCATTTTTTCTCTAAGTTTTGCAAGCACGGCTTCAACAGTGCGACCGCTGTCAAAGATATCATCGACGAGAAGCAATCGATCATCCGCATTCGCATGCTTGACAACGTACTCAAGACCGTGCACGCGCACTTCGCGTGATTGCTCGTTCACACCAGTGTAACTGCTCGTGCGAATAGCAATGTGGTCAGACTTGATGCCACGATGTTTCAAATACTCCTGCACACACATCCCGATGGGAGCGCCGCCGCGCCATAGAACGAGAATCCAGGTGGGACGAAATGCAGATTCATACACCAAGTCGCCCAATCGCATGGATATTTCTAACAACTCCTGCGACGAAATGTGACGCTTTTGAATACCCTCCGACATACCTTTTGCAAACAACCACCTTTGCGGTATCAGTGATTGCTGCTTCATCGCGATGCCAGTCTAATTATCATTTGATTATCTTCATTTCATTTATATACGCCGCCTTAGACAGCAGACAAATGCGCACACAATTTTTTTACCAGCCGAACGAACAATGTGTTGAATAGACCACTCGAGTTTTGATAGACAATACACATATAAGCACTCAGGGAGTATTATCTTTACAGACATATATGTGTCAAGTGGTGTAACCTGTGTACACTTTGCAGACATATGTTGGTGGAGTGTACACATATGTGCTTCCAACAGTCAGTGTGGTTAGGATCTGCGCAATATCATTGTGTGTATCTGTAAATTGTCGCAAACTCGAGTTGTACTATTGACCCTCAAAGTGGACTGCGGAACAGCAACTGTGTGTGAGAAGGTGCCCTGTGTGTGCGAAGGTGCCCTGTGTGTGCGTCCGCGTACATATATACACCTGTAAAAATGGTGCTAAATGGGAATGAATGGCTTTGCTGCAGTACATAAACCCAAAGAAACATGTATTCATAACAATCGAACACATATATTACTGCTGTTGCGGCAGAGTCTTGGCCAACTCTTGCCATTGGGTGTCGTTGCGACGGTCCTTGACACCGAATGAGAACACGGACAATGGGTCTGCGCGACCAGAAGGACCCGCAGCAGGAACAAACACGCGTCCGACGACAACATCGCCTGGATACTGGCTCTTGTGCCTCTCCTCGACGACATTGGGACGAACTTCGTAGATAGGAGGATCGCCTCGATGGTAGTGAGGCAACACACCCTTGATCAGAGCACCGTGCTTCGCCGCAACGCGCTGCAACACCGCGGTCCAAGGCACAGGGAAAGAGTCCTCAACATGGTTCTTGTGGCGGATGGTCTTGTCGTAAATGGAGATCCACTTTTCGTGGAAAACCGCAAAGGCCGCAGCAGGCAGTTGGTTAAGGCGATGTTCGTACTTTAGAAGTGCAGAGGACTGACTCAATTGACGCTTTGCACTGGGAGGTTGCAAATCACCCGCAACACCACCATCTGCGTCTCCCTCAGCAGCACGCTTTCTCTTACCACGCGAAGGAGTGCGACGCGTTGTCAAACGGAATCCCTTGCCTCGCTTGCGGCGCGCCTTCTTGCTGGCTCCTCCTTCAGCAGCGCCGCCATTGTTGGGCGCGTCCGTCTCAACTGCAGTAGTAGCACCTGTCGAAGATGGCGCCACATACACAATCTGTTCTTCTACTTGATCTTCTTCCAATTGTTGCCCTTGAGGCTGTTCTTGCGCTACAGCAGCCATGTTAGTAATAAATGGTCGCGTGTTTTGTTGTTCCCACCGCGTTACAGCAGTACAAGTACACAGCAAATCCACCTCTGTGTGAAAGTCTTTTACATTTGTCCGTTGCATGGTGACATCTCATCTTGTTGTCAGACATGTGTTCACAAAACTTAGTATCTTTAGACATGCTCTTTGAAAATTAATTCGAAAACATGGGAAAGGGACATATGACAACTCGAGTTGTGCAAGTGTATATACATACTTGAGTTATATCAATATACAGAGTCCAACACTATTATGTATATACACACCATGTATACTTGTTACTGTCACCACAGATACATGTCACACATGGGTGTACATATGGATAGACACACATGAAGGAAAAATAAAGTTGCTCCTTGGTCGTAAATAGAAGTATATAACTCAAAACTCGAGTTGTATATTTACATGCTAAGTGCATCGTGGTCGCGTACACCGAGCCATTGCCGAATGCATGCGATGCAGAATCCCCGAGGTACGCCATTTGTATGATTGTACCAAAAGATCCGCTTCCGTACGCAAAGTTGAATCAATTCTGTGATGTGCCTCTGCAAATCTCCAAGTTGTGGTAACTGCCGTAGCAACTCCATTGTATTGAAGGCGGCATAATAATGTGTATTGCGGTCAATCATATCAAGTGCCTCTTCGTATGTAGAAGGCCTGGCATGTTGTTGCTGTTCTTCCCATATAATATCGATGGGCTCTTGTTCCGTCGCGGGTTTATCAGGACAAATCCACTTCCATAGTTTCCAATTCGGCATCAGCAGATACCCACTTCGTGCTCCCATCGCGCCTGCATACATGCACAAGAAAAACACACACGGTCCGTGTTGATTATGGTGTGCGTCATTGCGGAGATAACGATCGACGAGGGCGTCCCAATTCTTGGGCTCAAACAAGAATCCGCACGCGGAGACGCAGCCCGGTACGCGCGTGTCTTCCTTGCGGATGCGTGGTAACTCGTCAACCATCCACGCGGGAAAGTTCCCTTGGACGAGTTCGGCCACCATGGCGAGAATATCGTCTCGGATGTACACACATAGCCATGTTATCGTTCCGAGTTGCTTGACACCATTACTACTACTGCCACCACGATGCTGCTGCGCTGTACGGGAAGTGGTGTCAGGCGCGGGTGTGTAATAGATATTCGAGGGTAAGCGATGACGTGCCACGCACGTGTAGTTGGGCATTTCGCGCTTTGCCGTCGTCGATGGTAGAATCCAAATCATCGCTGCCGGCCCGAACAATTGCGCCGCACGGTCCATAAATCGTATAGTTTCTCGGCCCTGAAACCCAAATGGAGGGTTGAACCCGACGACAAGACCACTCGCATCGTGCGGTGGTAGCATCTGTGGTGTCAAGTCAAAAAATGACATGGTTTGCACATGTGACGCCGCGGGTGCCACATCAATGCTCAGTGATTGCCAATTGTTCCCGTGTGGCTGCTCTTGCAACAATAGTGTCTCCAGAACACCATTCCCCGCGGACGTGTCCAGAAAGAGCAATCGTCTGTTGTCGGTATGATTCGAGGCAACGACTGTGAGAAGAGTTTGTTCGAAAAATGGAAAAATATCGCGCACCACGTGCTGCAAGTAGGACGGATGTGTGTAGTACTGTTCGAGGCCGACATGCCCCCGCTGGCGTTGGCGGCGTCGATCTGTAGGTTCTTCCATAATTTTCTGGTATCTCTTCGTTGTAATGACAGGCGCGTGATGCTTTACCCAAAAGAGAGTTGGTATTATTTGTTCATACACATGCATAATATACAGTCGATACAGCGCCACTGCTAAGTTTCAATATACAAGAAAGAACAAGTGCACATTCTCATACACAAGGCGGCAACGCAGGAGAATACGTTGGCATATTGCCGGAGAGTGCGCAACGACGTTCGTTTTGAATAACATCCACCAACCATCCACGCTCGCGGGAAAACCACTCATAGCAGGAAATAGGTGGCGGCACTGGCTCATCTTTCGCAACGTCGCACGTTGTTGCTGCCATAGTAGCAGCAGCATCGAGAGTCACGGTCGCCACGTCAGTGTTGAACGAGATTGTCATCGCGCACATGTTTGTGCCGAGGGGTGCATTGCGACTCGCAGGCCACTCCAACCATGACCATGTGGATACTGATAAATTGGAAAGGCCATACTTGGTACACGGTGCCAGTTGGACGCGCACATGGATATTGCATTGCGCCAAAAATGCTTGCTGAAGGAACTCAATCAAAAAGTCTGTGCTTGACGCTTTTTCTAAAAGCGTAAACACACGCTCTACGGACTCAAGTTCTGCGGGAGAGCTCATTAAAGTGTTGTCCGAGTGGGTTGCATTCTCGACAAAATGCATGACCAACGGGCGGCCCTTGGTGGTACGTGAGCCTGCTTTCCCATCCACAAAATCATTCCACCGCGGGTGCGACTTTTTAATGAATTGTACTACCGCGGCCGCACTCTCCGCAGTAGTACGAATAACCGGGTTCATCTGCATCATCAGGGCCAGTTGAGCGGTCCTATCGTGGGCGTGTCCAGTGGGAGGCAACATATGTTCCTTGGCCAGGAAGCCGAATTGTACAAGCCATGTTCGGTGGTCCAAATATTCGGGTCGCAATAGGATGCGCTTCGCGGCGCTTTTGTTCCTTTGCGCGGCCTCAAACGCAGAAATCACCGCGCACATAAGGGATCGTCGCAATGGGCACGTTACGACGGGAACAATTTCACCATGTAACGTCCTTTCAGCAAAAGGAGGTACCTCATTGTACGCAATGACTTTGTACAACCAGGACTCCATTGGGTACAAACGACAGTGGCTGTTCGTGTGGCGCGAAACGGAAAGTAGATTGTCGGGTTCATCTACACACGCAAGCAACAGTATGTCGCATGTGTACGAAGATATACTCTTTCGTTCTGACATAAGACCCGACACACACACACAAATAACGAGTACACACTGTTTATGACAACTGAGCAAACTGTGGTGTCTGTGCATATATATACAGCCCGTCTCTCAAAGTTGTAGACTCGAGTTATCGGAGCGCTCGAGTGGTTCGTGTGTTTGTATATACGATATATATGTACAGCCTAGCTTTTCGATTTCATACTGCGTGTATATATGGAAAATCATCTGTGTCGGGATGTATTGGTGCACATTCTTACACAGTATTCGCTCTCACACGCACCCATCGTGCAGCGCGCCAGACGCGGGTGGTACAATATCCTAATGCCCTTCGCGCACTATGTGACTGTGCCTGTGGACGACGATGACGAATCGACGTTACTTCCTGTGACGAGACGACTTATTGGATCCCCACTATCCGCCATTGCACGAGATGGTTACATTGGGACGTTGCGTCACTTTTTGGCACAGTGGCAACAGGCTTCTTCCTCTTCAACAACGAAAAAGAAGAAGCCACCAAACCTCCGTAACATTGCGCGGGGCGCCGCCTGTGGAGGGAAGGCCATTATACTAGCATTGTGTTACGATTATGGTCTTGGCGTTGATGACATTGAAAATGCCATGGAGGCGGCGGCAATGTGGGGACATAGCCATATTGTGCGCGAGTGCAAGGGGCAGTACGGTGCGCGCGATTGTAACCCTGCACTCCGCAGCGCTGCGTGCCACGGGCACGATGATATCGTGCGCCTCTGTGTGACGTGGGGTGCTACAGATCTTAGCAAGGCCATGTGTGGTGCAGCCAGGTACGGGCGAGAACACACGATGCGTCTATTGTGGACCGAGTTGGGTGGCCCAATCGATTACAATATGAATGATGCGATGCGTAGTGCAGCGCTGTTTGGCCATGAGCACATTGTGCGTTTGTGTCATAATGAATGGGGCGCAACAAATGTGCGCGAGGTCATGGCAATTGCGGCGGCGTGGGGACACCACAACATTGTACGCTTCTGTCACGACGAGTGCAACGCGTCGAATATCAACGAGGCCATGGCAGCGGCGGCCCAATGCGGGCACGCGGACATCGTTCGAATGTGTTACCACGATTGGGGTGCGGGAAACGTGAATTTGGCACTGGAACTTGCGGCCGAAGAGGGACATTTGCATATTGTTCGACTGTGTAGAGAGGAACTCGGTGCTACGACGAGTGTGGACCGCATTGCATTCCTAGCGGCAATGTGTCACCACACCAATATTGTTCAATTGTGTGTCGATGTGTGGGGTGCAACAGCACCGTCGAAGGAGTATGTTGAAAAAAATTGGTTCAATTACCAGGGTCAGCGCTTTTTGCGTCAACAACCACTGTATGGTGACCCAGACCCATAGAGAGCTCATGTACATGTGTAATGCTTTGAGTGTATAATTGATATGATGTGTGTGTGTGTAATTCTTTATTCGTGCTGTGTAACAGAGAAAGTAAAGCAGAGACGTACGTTGGTCAAACGGCATACTTACTTATCCAGAAACGGTAGCGTGACGTCCGTAAAGGAGAAGAGGAAAAGGGAAGTCCATATAGGGAGAGAATATATGTATATAGATGGGTAATTCAAGCAAAAAAGATCAGCAGCAATCACACCCGCAGCGTGTACTAAACCACTACGACCGCGTGACGGACTGGCGGCACGTCACCGAACTTGCGTACGACGACATCGCGACCGAATGTGCGCCCTTTGATTTATTATGCGTGCGCAGCCCGACATGCCAAGACAAATGCGTGCGGAAGGCACTCCCGAATCAGCCCGAATGCGGGCTCGTGACACACGTTGGGTTGCTCATTAATCACAGCGTGTATGCAGATGCGCGACTAGAAAAGGGCGAGTGGTACGTGCTGGAATATTTGGATAGCGCGGACGGTGACACGCCGGACATATTCAACCAATTTGAGAGCGGTGTGCAGATTCGTTCATTGCGCACGCTTTTGCATAACAACCGTGTGCTTCAGCATAACGTGTACCTTCTGTGCCCGTTGCGACCTCAAGCGCGGCGTGCGATCGACATCTGGGGCATGCACGAGCAACGTGCGTTGGAGCAAATCATTGGTCGAAAAGCGCGGCTGGGCGGCGGCCGTTTTGCGGCGACTACATTGACCGATGATAATGGCACTCTAGATCAATACACACCACCACAACGCATCGACGATTCTTCAGAAAGCAATGACGACAACGTACGACAGGATGATGTGTCAACGGGATCATGTTGTTGTTGCTGTTGCCGGCGCGGGGGCGACAATGATGGGGCCGACGACCCACGGATGCACCCACCACGCAAGTACGCATCCTCTGCGGATTTTGTTTTTCATGTGTATTCAGAGTTGCGCATTATCGCAGCCGTCGGCAGTAACAACCACAACGTCGAAGCGCTGGTCATCAAACGGAAGAAGAGAGGCGTTCTTTTGCCTGTGGATTTCTTACCGGGAGTCGATTCACCGCCATCGTCCCTCTCGTCTGCATCTTTAGGTGGTATTATTGCAAACTATCGCATGCGCCGGCTCATTATGCGTACTCCCCCCACGGCAGAGGCGAAACGTCGATCGTACATGCTCGTGGACGAAACCTTGGAGTAAGAGTACAACGACTCGAGTTTTCAGAAAAAGCACATGTACAATAGTACGTATGCATACCCTACCGATCCTTCAAAGTGTACACACATATATATGTTCTTGTGTTTGTGCCAACCTGACTTGGCCGAGTGCTTGTGTACATATTCCTCTCCGAATACATATATGTCCTTACAAAAATCCGTCCGTATATAATTCATGTCAAATTGGTGGATAACTCGAGTTGTATATATCAAGTCAAAATATAACCACAGGACACGTCAACGGATTATTATGTTGGGGCGGGCACCGATGAATGGAGGGTACGTACATACACACACGGAACAGTACATTGTGTTGAAACGCATAATATATATTATTTTGGTGAACAAAACAAGCATGCAATGGCGAACAAAGGACTCAGTCCATTATTTTATTTGTATTCGTTCGTGCACGCACGCGCCGACGGGAGATGTCGCTCTCAAACGACATGGCGTGGTCACTGCACCTGCTCAGCGACGAGCACGTGATGGAGCGTATCGTGCGCAGCATGTTTGTGACGACGGGGTTTGCGCGTAGCCAAACAGACTCGTATGAGCGATTCATGCGATCGTGGGTTCCGCATATCATTCATGAGGCGCCGCCCGTGGTAGTGGACAGCGAGATTACTGGATCGCGTCACGTCATCAAGCGCAGTCGCGTCACCTTCTCAAAGCCTTCTTTCCAAGAGAGTACGGGCACGACAAGTGTCGTATATCCATACCATTGTCGGTGGCGTAACCTGACGTACACGGCCACGTTGCACGTTGACACGACGCACGAGATCTACGACATTCGCGAGGGCAAGACGAACCCGCGTCTCGTCGAGACGCGGCACTACAAGGAGTTGCCGTACGGCGAGATACCCGTGATGCGGCGCTCGTCCTTCTGCCACACGCACAAGAATCCATTCCTCTGCAACGAGTGCCCGACGGATGAGGCCGGAACGTTCATTGTAAATGGTCACGAGAAGAACGTTGTGGGCCAGATTAAGATGAAGTCCAACGCGATCTTTGTGTGGCCGTGCAAACAACCCAACAAGCAACTGTTCACGGCCGAGATACGTTCCTGCCACGAGAGCAAGGTGCGCAGTACGAGTACGCTCACGGCAACAATCACGCGGCACAACGAGATCACCGTCAACGTACCATTCATCACGTTTGCCATTCCTGTGGGTGTGATCTTCCGCGCGCTCGGTATTCTGTCCGTCGCGGAAATGGAGCGCTTTGTGCTTCGCGGAAAGCGGTGGCGGCGCGACAGTGCCCTCGTGAATCTGGTCCGTATGGTGCTCGTCAATAATGTCTACAAGGACGACCCAGTGTTGCAGTCGGAGGAGGCGATGAATACGCCTGTCGAGTTGCACGACTGGATCGGCAAGCGCGGCACGAAGGAGCCGACTCGCGAAAAGCGCGTCAAGTACGTCGAGCACATCTTTGGCAATGAATTCTTACCCCACATCGGTCTGGAACGCACCAAGGAGACCGTTCGGCGCAAGTTGTTCATGTTTGGGTGTGTGATTCGCCGCCTGTGCCTCGTGCGACTGGGCCGCCTGCCGAGTGACGACCGCGATCATGTGGCCACGCAGCGCGTCGACACGATCGGTTCGCTCATGGCCTACCTGATGCGACCGTTGTACCGCAATCAAATGAAGCACCTGGCGATGCGCATCAAGAAGCGCGTCGATCAGGGCAAGGACGTCAACGTGATGGAGTTGCTCAATACGAAGAAGATCACGGCACGATTTCGGTACCATTTCTCGACGGGCAATTGGAGTGTGACAAACAGTGGGCAGGGTAGTAAGGGTGTGGCGCAGATGCATCAACGCATGACCGTCGCCTCAGGTCTGAGTAACTTGCGCCGCATCAATAAACCCGTGAACAAAGAGGGTCGCCTGCCCAAGCCACGCCAATTACACCCGTCGCAGTGGGGCGTGCTCTGTTGCTTTGAGACTCCCGAAGGCAATAGTTGCGGCCTGATTGAGAATCTCGCACTCGGAGCGCACATTCGCACAGGCTACGACCCACAAATTTTGATTGATCGTTTGCGTAAGCAAACAGTCGTCCCTCAGAGTACAGCCGACGGTGATGGGACCTCCTCGGCGGTACACATGATGATTGAAGATTTGTTAGCCCATACGGACGACGGTGATGATGACACATCTTCCTTTGTGGAGGTGTTTGTGAATGGTATTTTTATTGGCTACTCGCAATTTCCCGAGCAGATTGTTGCATTTGTGCGCCGCGAGCGGCGTGCGCAGAATATCATGTTTGACACGTCGGTGGCGTATTGGCCGCAAAGGGGTGAGGTGGCGATTCACACGGATAGCGGTGCCCTGATGCGACCCTGTTTTGTGAACGAGAACCTGGATCAGTTTGCCGAAATATGGTGCCACGTTGGCCACGACGAGTCGCTGTTGTGGAAGGAACTCATGCTCCGCGGTGTGATCGAGTACATTGACAAGGACGAAGAGTCGACCTTGCGCGTCGCCGTCACCGCGCGCGAACTGGCTGACGAGATGCAGGGTCTGGCGGCCCCCGGCTACGTGATACCCGGTAGTAATGGCAACGGTGGTAGCGCGTACCAACCTTACACGCATTTGGAGATCGATCCCAACTTTATCATGGGAGTGGTCGTGTCGATGCTGCCCTTTTCGGAACACAACCAGGCGCCTCGAAATGTCCTGTACGGCGCCATGTCCAAGCAAGCCATGAGTGACTTTGTGCTCAACCATCACCAACGACCCGACAAGATCACGTATCACATGTGGTATCCGCAGCGACCGCTCGTCCGCACGGTGACGGAGAATATCGTGACGAAAGGGATGCTGTCGTCGGGTATCAATGCCAATGTGATGATTCTGATCTACACGGGATTCACGCAAGAGGATAGTATTATCTTGCGCAAGGGTTGGGTGGAGATGGGTGCGTCGCACTCGGACCTGCGGCGTACCTACCGCGACGAGGAGAAGCGCAAGGGCATCGACCCAACACAATTCGAGCGACCCGACCCTGAGACGTGCAAGGGCATGCGACAAGCCAACTATGACAAGTTGGGCGCCGACGGCATCGTACCAGCGGGAACCTTTCTCACGCCGGGTGATGTCATTGTGGGGAAAACCATGTCCAGTGTCGACATGTACTTTGGACCCAATGGAGAGCAACTCACGCGACAAGTCAAGCGCGACCAGAGTCAGATTGTGCTCGGCACCGACTCGTGCTACGTGGAGCAGGTGCTCTGGACGACGAATCGCGACGGAGCGCGTGCCGTGCGTGTCATTACACGCGCGCTGCGTCTACCCGAGGTGGGCGACAAGTACGCGATGGGCCACGGTCAGAAGGGAACGGTGGGCATGATCGTCCCGGACGACGAGATGCCGTTCCTTCCCGACGGTCGCATGCCCGACGTGCTGATCAACGTGCATATGTGGCCGAGTCGCATGACGATTGGCCTGTTGTGCGAGATGCAACTCGGAATGGCCGCAGCGGTCGCGGGCAAGGAGGGTAATGGTACGCCGTTCCGCGAAAACATGACCCTGGAGGCCTTTGGCGACGAACTGCAGGAATCGGGATTCAATCGCCACGGCAAGTATCATGTTATATCTGGCTCAACCGGCGTGCCGATCGAAGCGATGGCCTACATGGGCAACTGTTTTCTGCGCCGACTAAAGCATTTGGCGCGCGACAAGGCACACGCCCGCAACACGGGACCCGTGCAAATTCTGACGCATCAACCCGTGGAGGGCCGCTCCAAGGAGGGTGGGTTCCGTTCGGGTGAGATGGAGCGCGACACCTTTGTTGCGCACGGCTCGCAGCAATTCTTGTGCGAGACACTGAACGACCGCAGCGATCCCAACGTTTCTGATGTATGTCGCAAGTGTGGACTGTTGGCTATTGCAGCGCGGCCCGAGGGTATGCACATTCGCGGGTTTGTTCTCCGCGCCAAGACACCCTATTGTCGCAACTGCCGCACGGGCGAGCACGTCGTGCAAGTGAAGATTCCGTACGCGTGCAAGTTATTACTCCAAGAAATCATGGCAATGGGAGGGGCGTGGCGACTGCGCATCGAGGATCATGACGAAGAAGCGACAACGACAACAACACCGATTGCAGGTCATCAACAACAACCGCAACGCTATGTTGTGACCGTGCAATCAAATATGACACAATGAGTAAACCCTGTGGAATAATAACACACGGTGTTGTCGCATTTGCCAACAAAACACTATCATATATGTAATTATTATGTACAGAAGAAATACACAGCAGGCAGGCGCTCTTGCGCGCGGATGAATACACGGCCGTGGTGTTAGAATTTTGTCCATCCTACAGCAATTGACGCAACAAACAGTGCGCCGACAAAACCAGTCGCCGATGCAATGGCGAGGAGAGCTTTCACGGGAAACATGGGTTTGGTTTCCAATATGTCAATCCATTGCGGCATCAGGGGCGCGCGTTGGATTTCACCATCCCTACATTGGGTCGCAATGCGGCCCCATGCACGCATTTGCGGATCTATCAACATCCGTATTCCTGAAGCGGAATGAGCATTGCTCTTGGAAAGGATATATGTAAATCTCCGCCGCGAGAAAAAGTGACTGACCAACGTGGTAACTGGATACAATACTCGAGAAGACAAATTACTCGAGCGGGTCTGCAACAGGTGTTGATATACACACTGTGGGTAAAATTTCCATAGTTGTTTGCTGCTGCAAAAATGTGCGTTCGTCGCTATTGTGTACAGTGACACCGCGAATCTTTCCTGTCGTGTGCATAACACGCAACCCAGACGACTCGAGATTATGAATTATATCTTCTGTCCATACTTCGGCAAAAACCAGGAGTGTATACGGATATGTCATGTCAAGTGTGTACACAAGAGCGTGGTGTATGACGGAGTGTACACTAGACGCACACTCAAAGGTACACTGTAGGGATAGTAATAAAAAAACTTTCGACACGACTATTATGTATTTAACGTCACACAACTCGAGTTGGTGTAATTAGGGTATGAGTGCCTGTACCTTGGCACAGGACAATTGTGTTCGACTCAACTGTGCGCGCGCGTTTCGCAAATTGATGCCCAGTACCAGTGTCAGAATGAGCATGAGTACAAACGTTCCAACCACAATGCCAATAATGGGTTTAAAGTACTTGAGCACAAACAGTTGCGCTTTGGGGTAGTTGAGAATGTCCGTCTGTCCACAAAATGCCGTTTGGATTCTCTTGGTGGACGCCGTCATCTCTGCGTCCGAAATGGGGGATTTGGTCTTGCCGCACGTTGCCACAATGGCGGGACTTACGTCGTTAAAGTACCACGTGTACAGTTTCGTCACATTATCCGCCAAGTCTGTACTTTGATTGATGAGGTTTACGTTCTGTCGTGTCGCCGCACAAAAGGCCTCCACGGCGGCCGGCGCTACTTGATCGATACTGTTGGCAATGCTCTCCAGATCGTTGCGATCCACTTTCATGAGCGCATTGGTACATTGGGTAGATATCAGTTGTTGCGACGGTGTCAAAGGACCCGTGGTTGTGCTGGTGCTAGAGCCTGCACAACATGCAGTAATAGCATTGCATAAATCACGCGGTGGGTTTGTACCTCCACACACAAGTTGATTGGCAACGGAGCATATCGAGGGAGTTGTTGAACTATCTCGAGTTTGAGTGGCAATTCCTGCCAATGGTGTTGTCAATAAAGATGCCATTGTTGCATGTAGAAATCGATGGGGCTGGCTGCAAAGTGAAACGATGCGGTATTATGATTTTTTCCCCAAATTGGAGCGTTATTGTGTCAGATCCGAGGCGAAACACACTGTAAGAGATATTCGGTACGTACAGCAAGTGCGTTACGCGGTACACACTCCACGTTTGTTCCTTTGGTAGTGTGGAAAAAACAGTCACCGATTGACAACAACGACGACGAATCGAATTCACAATCCATCGTACCTACCTGTACCGAGAAAATGTTTGCCGCGGCCTTGCAGCAATGTGATATGAGTGCCTTGGGAGAGGATGCCTCTGTGCAGTGGTCGTCCATGTCCGATCTCGGTCGCGATAACGCGCCGTGTTGGGACTCCTCGCACCGCTATCTGGCGCGCTCGTCCGTGATTGGGCCCTTTTGTCACGTGGACACTGGACCATTGCACGAGCAGGCGGCGCATTTGACGCCCTCTGTGTGCATTGGTCAGACATACACTCTCACGGCCGAAGAGACGGAGCAATGTGTTAGTATTGGCGCGGAGCGCGCGGCAAAGAATGTGCAACAGAAGACGAAGAATCTTAACTTTTCGAGTCGCGACGACGCGCAAATTCACATTCAGGGCGTTGTTGGCGAACTCGCGTTTTGTCGCTTGTTTGGGCTGCCCATTGAGATTTTTGACACCACGTGCCGCAATGCCCACAATGATACCTTTGATGCTGTCCTCCCGAACGGATGGAAGGTGGATGTCAAAACGACTGTGCGCCTAAACGCACCGATTATTGTCAGTACGTGGAAACGGATGCGGCCTCCGCAACTATACGCGCTGAACATTTTGGAGAACTACGCGGATCGTCAGAATATTGGCACGCACCGGCTGCCGCGTGTCAGTTTTAAGGGATTTGTTCATTCGAGTGTGATTTTACAAGAGACGAATTTGAGTACGATGGCCAATGGATTCGTCCATTATCGATGGCCGCAGGAAAAGTTGATGACATTGGAGAACGTCATGCAACAGTTTGATGTACAACCGTAGAGTGTGTCTGTCTCTGTTTTTTCTCTGTCACGCATGTACATACTATGTATATATACATACACACATGAATGTCTCCACTCTGTTTATGTTACACTTGAAGATTCTGAGATGGACTGTTTGGGTCCGCCTTACGAACAATCTTGTACGCAACGCCCGTGTGCTTGACGGCACGTGTTAGCACGCGCTTCAATCGACGCAACATGCGCGACCACTTTTTCTTCGCAGCGGCGCTCTGATGGAACTCTTGCAACAAAGTGGAACGTTGGTGCTCTAGTGCGGCAATGCGTTGTCTGGCACGGCGCAGTAATTCGGCTTGAACGAGCCTACGAGAGCTCTGAGCCTCGCATTGGAGACGCCAGTGTTTGCATTGCTCTCGTAGTTGTTGCAGCGAACGGCGGCGGCGGTTATCGTGGCGCGTCATAAGGTAGAACGTGTGAACGAAAGAATAATCGTGTAATATATCGGAAGACAGAAACGAGACTGCGCAAAGTTACACAAGAGAGAGAGAGAAACTGACTCGAACCGCGCAGTATATGTATGTGTAAATCTCGAGTGGACAATGTGCGGCAATCAGTCTTGCGGATCAGGGGTGTGGCGTGCCGGATCGGGTGTGCTGACTCGAGGTGCGTTTCATATATGGCAAAAACAAAACGCCGCCGAAATTGCGGTTGTGGGTTCTTCTGCGACCGACGTCAGTCTTCTAATCTTTTGTTTCCGCGTGTGTGTGCGTCTCTTTCTTTCCGTGTGTGTAACAGGAGAGACACGATTGATTTGCTGTTGTTATCTGTGCTGTCTTGCACAGGGATTGGTTGTGTCTTTTGTGTGTGTGTGTTCGCGCCGCTCTTGTACCAGCACTACCACACATATCGATACAGGTATGGACTCGGGTGGCTTTGCTGTGGCAGCAGCCTCTGCAAATGAAGCCAATAACGTGGTGTCTCTGTTGGGTGCAGAGAATTATGGTATGTTGTCGCTCTGTTTTTTACGTATCGCTCACACAATCACAGGTGTACTCTAATCTTTCCATATATGTAGATGGTGTGCCGCCTGTCGGCGAGATGGATGTGATGACGTTTTTCACGGGTGGTAGTGGTGACTCTGCGGGCTACAGTATGAACGTGGTGCCATCCATGGAATCGAACAGAGGCGTTGTGTCGTTCCCGTCGCTGTCTGATGCGGCAGAGCATCCTCTGGTAACGGCCATGTTACAGAACGATTTGGCATTGAACCAATGGCACGACGAGTACTACAATTTGCAAGTCACGCACGGTATGATGCAAGTATTGTGGAGCGAAGATACGGCAAATCACATGGACCTCAACAATGTCGGGTTGGACTCTACTGTGACGACGGGTACAGCATCTCCCGCGGATGATGTGCATGCACGGCACGAAGAGCAGAGACAGGACATTGCAAAGCACCAGGAAACTATTTTGCGGCTGGCCGAACTCGCGCACGCGCGTGTTGCGTACATTCGCTCACTCTACGATTGCGCCGCGTCACCGCTGCAGTTTTATGAACGGCACATTCGACCATTGGCGGACCAGTTGCGACTCGCATTGACGAGTTTTATGGATGCGCTCGCACTGTCGACACAACCCGTCCCTGCCGAACTGTATCAACACGACGTCACGGCGGCGCTCTTACTTGGCAATGGTAGTGGTGGCGGTGTTTCTGATGGTACCACCAGCACTACCCAGACATCCACCAACCCGCCTCTTCCTGGAACTGCTGCTGCTGCTGCCACCACGGAAGAAACGGATGTTGCGCCCGTCGAGGCCGTGGTGTCGCCCACGTTGACATTGCGTAAGCCGGCCCTGTTGGAACTCAATGGCCAACGTATGCCGCGCCGCAAGGCGGCCTGGGAGCAGCGGCGGCCCATGCAAAAGTACAACAAGGTGCCTCATTTGGCGTGGGGTATGCCCTACAACTATGTCGAGTTGCGCTCGTCCGTGGACCCGCGACAGGCGCAGGTCGTGACTGTGGCAGGTGGGCGTGCGGGTGCGGCGATTATGCTCTGCGGTAACGTTGCGATCGAACACCCCACAGAGCTCCACGTGCGTCTGCCGCCGCTGATCGGCGCCGACACGGAGCACAGTTCAACGAGCCCGTTCCCTGGCATGCCCGACTTGGTGCGATTCCCACGCGACCGCATTTCCGGCGTGCAGTGGGGCCTCCCGCTGAACCCTGCGACCGGGCGCCACGATGTGCCACCGACGCCCATGTCCGAGTACCGCCTCATTCCTCCCGACGATGTCCCTGCGGACGCGATTCGACACGTCGCGCTACTGGAGCGTGAATTCTTGGTCCCTGTGGCGGAGCATAACATTCAGAACGATACCGTGGTCAAGGTGGTCATTAAGGGATTTCCGAGCGTGACCCTTTACAATGAGTTTATCAACGATCGGAGTCGTGTCTCTGCCGACATTGCGGCCGCCTGTTTGGCGCAATTGGATGAGTCAACGGGTCTCGGTTGCATCAATATGATGGAGGCGTTTATGAATAATGACGCTGCCATTGCGACGGAGGCAGATGAGGACTCGATCATCGACCCATTTGACGGCGGTTCGACGGCAGATGCGTCGTCCTTATTGAACGATATCTTTTTGGCGGCCGGCACAGCAACAACGACATCGTCATCATCAGCATCACATCCGCACGTGAACGACGCGGATCTCGACGCAACCGTAAAAGGCGAAGAAGAAAATAACAGTACCACCGGTGCGGCGGTCGTGAAACAACGCCGCAAGAATAGAAAGAGAGCAACCAACCGCACGACCCTGTGCAGCAAGTATGTGGCGGAGAAGCAGAAGATTACATTGCAAGTGCAGGGCCGTTGGTTGATTCCAGTGTGGCACCTATTCGAATCCTACGGCTACATTGTTCGCCAAAAGGCCATTGCGCGACGCAAGTTGGCTGTCAAGTTTTTATCGGTGGACACCTTGCGAAAGCGGGCACAAGAGTACGTGGACACGCACCTGCTGGGACAGATGATTGACTCGATTTCGTCGACTTTGAACCAGGACGCGGCGGCGCTCTCTATCATGCGCACCGACCATGAGCAGTTGGTAAAACCGCTGTCGCAACCGCTCCGCTCATACGTGATTGAAGAGTTGTGCAAGCGCGGCTCGCCCATGTACACAGCGCAATGGATTCAGTCGCATGCGACCACGATGCGCGAACGCGGTCCCTGTTTGACAGAGGCACAACACATCCAGGCGCTGGACGCGTACTACTGGGCGCATCTGGCGACGCCGCGGCGGCCCGAGTACGAGAAGGTATTGGAGTTTTACCGCTCCGCGGGCCTTGATGTGTATCTCAAGAAGCCCTACCAGCGCACGGGTGAGAATCGCGGGCGCAGTAGTGCGTCGGGCCTGCTGCGCACTATGCGTGGTGTGCGTGCACGTATCTATAGTGGCGCCAGTCCGCACGTCGTGGAAACAAACGACGGACAGCACGTTGCCAAGGCTGCACACCCGCGACAGTCCAAGAGCAAGTATAACCCTGGGATGTTGCACCCGGTCGCTCCACAAATGGACCACGCCGGGCCAGGCAATGGCCCGATTAATCTGTCGTACAATTTCTTTTTCAATGAGGACGACGTCGCCTTTGACCCCTCTGAAATTGCTGCTGTGCGCGAGGCGGCGGCTGCAAAGTCTTCTGCAGAGGCTGCTGCAACGGCGGCGGCGACGACGCAAGAACAGGCACAACCAGGCACCAATGCAGATATGGCTGCTGTTCATCCTTCAGGTGTTGTCGTGCCAAAGGCGCCGGTGAATCGTCGGCGAACTCTTGCTGGTACAGCGGCATCCTCATCGTCTCCGAAGAAAGCCTTGTCTTCGTGGTTTGGTGACGACGACGAGGACAATGAGGTTGATGACGAAGAAGACATGCGACGACGACGTGCAGGTACCGCCAAATCAACATCATCATCATCATTCACGCCCGTCCGAATACCGCAGAAGCCGTCATCCCCAACAGCAGCAACGACAACATCAGAAGATGTGTTGGGCACGAAGAAAATGGATAGTTTACTTAGTGGGTTGTGGATCTTGAACAAGAAGAAACCAGTGCCAAAACCGGCGACGGCAATGTTACGTGACGCCGGATCACCGCCCCCAACGAAAAAGGTTGCAATATAGAGAGATAGACAGCGATGTATCTGTGCGTGCGCATGATTTTTTGCGGTTTGTATGTGTATTATGTATATATGTGTCTTTTCCAGGAGTGTACAAAAGGATTTAGTTGCCTAACGGTGGTGGCGGTGCCTGCTGTTGCTGTGGACGTCCTTTCGATGACGTTGCCGTGTCACCCGAACTTGATGATGCGGATGGCTTCTGCTCAACGGTCGCTGCCGTACCATTGTTACTACTGCTACTGCCCTTTTCCACATTTGAGGATGATGACAACGAGGGTTGTTGTTGTTGTTGCGGTGGTTTCGACGCCTCGTGCGGACTACTATACGGACGGAAACGGAACTGCTGCACCAACCATGTGCGTGTTTGAAAGTCGTAGACTTTGACCCAAAAGCGCGTCTCAATACTACGGCTTGCATCAATGGTAAGGGTCCGCATCCATGAAAACTTGCGTCCGTTCTCATCCAATCCGGTACGAATGGGGTGCATGAGATAGATGGGCTTTTCCTGCTCCAAGGGAAAAATTCTGCCCTGATACTTTTTCAGCGATCGTCGCTGCTGCTGTTGCGGGTGTGCACTGCCGGCGCCGCGTGAAGGCTTCTGCAGTGGTTGTTGGCGTTCGTCCGTGTCGCGGCGTGAGCGACCGGATGAAGTGTGTCTATGATGGCGGGAGCGCTTGCTGCTGCTACTGCGGCGACGACTGCTGTGGTCGGAAGACGACGAAGATTGATCATCACTGTCTTCATCCGACGATCGACTACCCCCGTAGTCGTCACTGCTCGTACTCCGGTGGCGACGACCACGACCGTTGTTCTCCAAACTGCCTGAGGATTCTTCAGAGTCGTCGTCGCTGTAATTGCTTCGCGACTTTTTCTTCTTTCTATTGCTGCCGCCGTCGTCACCACGTTGTTGCCGCGCCGCCACTGCTCCGGCATCGGCGGATGGTGTCACGGCGTCTGCCGAGTCCAACTCGCTCGGAATGTACTCGTACACTTGCGTTCCGCCCGGTGCGACCACACGACCCCAAAATGCTGACGCGCGGTTTTCGACTTCTTTGACGTGCTGCAAAATGTCCTGTTTTGTTTGCTTGATCAGGTGTTTCATGGCAATGTTCATGTTTTTGATCTCCATGCGCATTGCATCAAACTGTGCATCGCCAATGACTCCACCGGTGGTATTGGTGTTGTTCGCATCCGATTGCTGTTGTTGTTGCTGCTGCTGCTGTGACGGTACAGGATACGTGGTATATTGCAACTGTTGTTGCGGTGGCTGCTGGTGAGAGTACACTGGGATATTGCTCGCCATGTGTGTAGTTGGCGCGGGTGGCAACAACGCGCGCTGGGGATAAACACCACCGCCCGCGCTGCTACTGCTACCTCCGCCACCAGGTCGCACACCTTGTTGTTGCTGCTGTTGTTGTTGTTGCGTGGCTGCTGCAATATACGGTGCGCCGATGGAGGCGGCGTAGTAACTCACATTGGACGCACTTCCATTATTGGCCGACGACGACGTCACACTGGAGGTGTTGTTTCCGCCTGCGGACGCATAGGCTGATGTCGTCGGAGGGTTGCTTGCATACGATGCGAACATGGAAGATTGTTGTTGCTGCGGTGGTGGTGGAGCCGCAGCAGGCATCGTGTGATGATACATTGGGAACGCACCGGCGCTTGAGACAGGAACCACCGTCGAATTGGAAGGTCTCGCACCCGACATTGCCGCCATCATTGGACCCGTCATTGTGAATGGCATGTTATTACCGCCGGCATTGTTTGCTGTTGCAGCAAATTCGTAATGTTGCTGCTGTTGTTGCGGCGGTATATGACCATTCATGCGTTGTGGTTGTACAGCAGCAGCGGAAGCATCGTATCCATACCGTTGCTGCTGCTGTTGTTGTTCGTCCAAAATGCCAAAATCGCCGTTCATTCAGTCTACGAAATGTCCTTTTTCGGTAATGTATTTATTTCTCCCTTTTTTTGAACCACCACTCTCACCGTGCAGAAAACACACGGTTGTAGAGTAAGTTTCTGTTGTTCTTTTACAGTATCAAAAAAATTGAGGTGCACTTGGGGAAAAACTACTCTCATCCTATATGTTGTGACCAGTGTATCCACCGCGGATGTACTATGTGTACACACATGAGAGATTGATTGTATGCATTATAAAGTAAATATATCTATTTACTCCCCTCGAAAAGGGGATTTTTTTGTACAGAAAGGGAGTGAGTGGCTCTCACAAAGCACTTACAGTGGTGTGCGCAAATCTACGCGCCTTGGGTCAACACAGCAATATTGCGCAAAAAGAGAATGCCGGTACTGTCGTCGAGATCAGTTACCGATGTTACTACGGATGGCAATCATGCGATGAAAAAGGATACTGTGACACCACAAGCGTTCTTCCCACAACAACAGCAACAAACTGCTGTTGGGTATGATGCCGATGGTTGGACACTTCGACATATCCAAACGGCGCCTCACATTAGTATCCACGTCCTGTGCACCGATCATGTATGTGACGGGGACACTGTCAGCGCGGGTGTTCTGTGTTATGCCATTCCCCCGGATGGCGAAGATATCTTCTTCTTGCTTGCAAAGGATCGTCAGAAGCGAGGTGCTCGGTGGTCCCACCTTGGAGGAGGTCGTCATGAGAATGAGACTGCACAAATGGCAGCAGCGCGTGAATTCATGGAAGAGAGCCTGAATGTGTTGGATATTAACCTGATGCCGCTACCCTCACCACCAGCAGCAGATAATCCGGAACAACAACGACAACTCTACAGCGGCAACGACAATTGGGACACCAAACGACGACAGTTGCAACACGTGTTGGAGAGTGCATTATACACCCTCAAAATCACGACATGTGTCAACTTTGGCGCACCTCTGACGACGACATCGAATACTGACACGGCTGCTTATGATGACCGCACCGACGCTGGCGGCCCTGTAACGGCATTATCTGCGACATGTACGGAGCAACAGCAGCCACAGCGGCGCCGGCACCACGTAACATATGTCTTACAGGTTCCATGGCAGCCGGACATTGCACATCGATACGAGCGCAAAAGACGGTTTCTGACAGATTTGCATCATCGCAGCATGCGTGTGGAGAGATTGTTGGTACAGTGGCGATCGCTCAATACGATGATACAAGAAGGTCCATCATTGCAGAAACAGCCACCAGCGGCGCTGATGAATGGTACCGGTTCCATGACCACGAAAACATCTCCTCAGTGTTGTACGCAGCAGCAGTTGTATGCGTACGGGGATATGCACCCAACATCGGATCAATGGGAATGCGTCGACATTCTCATTCTACCCTACGTGCAAGAAGGACATACCACGGCCCCAGATGCGTTTATTGCGCGAGCCGTATTTAGACCACACGAGCGGGCGAAAAAGATCAATGAAGACGAACAAGGACGTCATCAAGCACGAGAGGATGTTTGTGCAGTCAGTATCGATACAATTTTATCACCTAGGGCTGCTGTTGAGGGGTGTTCATGTTGCGGCACGCAAGCGCTACTATTGCGGTGTCGTCTCAAGGACGCGTACTTGCACTGGCTGCGAGAATGTAATGCCTTGTGGCAATTCTACGAGAATTTGCCCATTGTCGACAAGGAGACGCCGGCAGTGCAGGCCGATTCCCGGCGCCGTTGTATCAGTCTGGCTGCGGAGCACGCCGAAAAGGACGAGATACGATGGTGGAGTCGGTCGCGTTTGGAGACTGTACTCTCACAAGGCGGTGTATTTGACGAAGTGGTACACCCGGGAATGATCCACTCGAGTCAAAAACAATTGTTCCGTCCTGCGTTTTTGCCAACACTCGCGACTGCACTGAGCGCGATGCGAGCGTAGAACACACCATCAATAAACATGGCAACACGTTTATAATGTAAGAGAGCACGTATCGTTGTTGTGATGATATGGCAGAAAAAGACAATACCATCAAAACCGCACATCACGACGATCATGCACCATTTCTATGTTACGATGTGTTGCACGTGATTGCGCAACAGGTTCTTCTATTGCGAGATGTAAGCACATGGGGCGCATTGCGGCAATGTAACAGGCTATTGTGGCAGACTCTACTGTGGCCCGACGATCCGCGAATCGAACTGCCGAGCGAGCATATTCATCGCGACGTGTTCGAGACGTGGAATCGCGACGCGCTCATGGATTTTGCGCGGTGTATCGCGCATGCGTCGCACATCCAAGAAATTGAATGGAATGACGTTTGTCGTGTTTCTATTGTGGAACAAGTCGCCTTTGACTTTGGTGACACGGCCTGCATGGACTATCTCATCGACGTTGGTCACAAGACATTCAGCATGCATCTCCTGCTGTCGTTTGGGATCTGCAGTGGATTCATGCATGTGGTGGAATGGGTGTTTCGCCGCTTCCCAGAGGAGATGACACGCGATGCCCTCATTGCAGATTACGTCGATCAACCCTCCGAAAACGGGGATATTCCGATGGTGCAATACCTACTGTTGCAACAAATGCACTCGGACCGTGTGCGATCCGAAAAGGCACGCACATGGGTCTACCGGAACGCGTGTAGTTACGGACAGACAGCCCTGTTGCAGTGGCTTTTAGCGGCGGATAATCCTCTACGCGAGGAGGCATTACAGTTTTATATCACCCATGGCGCGTCCGTCATCCGGAGCGTTGTCACCCTGGGCTACCTTCCGATACTTAACATTCTGCTCCGGCACGACGTCCCGTTTGACGCGACGGCGATTCAGGCGGTATTGTTGCGATCACATCGGCGCCACTTTGCGTGTCTACGAACACTACATCGACACTTGCATTTGTGCGCCATTGGGGAGGCGGATGGTGACGCTCATGCTATACAACAAAAGATATTCAGAGATCATTTGAGCTCACTCCTACGAAACTGCATTGACTGGAGTACAGAGATACACGTACCGCTTTTGCTCCTCACCATGGCCACAAGAGTACCGTCAACAGACCCCGCGAACATGCATGTGAACCGCATGCCTGGAAGGGCAAGTGCTATCGTAAAAAACGAACGCCCTCTACGTGCCTTTTACGAACATTACCCCGATTTGTGCGGAGTGTCCTTTCACACCTTGTGAAGTAATCTTCCTTTTGCAAAATAATAGAGACAGATGCACTCTACTCTGGCTTGTATGTACATACAAATACATTGATGTGGTACACGCATGGCTCTGTGTTTGTTTTTTCTTCTCAAGATGTGTACGGTGTGTAAGCCGTGATGTGCGGTTTTGTGGCATCATATCCAAGCACAGATAATCCAAACTCGACCAACGGTGTGAATCCAAAGGTGTCTCTGTTTGTGCAACGAAAGACCTTGTGTACGCCGTGCACCGTCACACCCTGCTCGTTCTTGCGCGTGTCAAACCCGACGGGGAGGGGATCTGTACGGTCAGGCGTGTGATCGTCGGTTAGTCGGCGATGGTGTGTCGCACTAACACAGATGCACAACCCATTCTCCCAATCCGGAGCTCGTTGAAACAAGTTGATTTGTCGGACCCATTCGCTGACATGTTCTCGGATACTGCACCCGACCTTTGCCTTGAAAACCGCATCGTAACGCTCAAACATCACTTGATGTATGTTGAAAGCAGATTCGTTCGTAACTCTGTGCATGTGCAACGATGACATGGTCTTGTGAAGCAACCGCGACAGATCCTCTACATACGCGAGTTCCTCTGGAAATACTACCGCGAACAACCGAATATTGTGTTTTTGTCGCACCAGTTCAATCTTGATGGCATCCAAGGCGCGGCAAAACTTGGCCTCATCCGTGACAAGGAGTGATTCGTAGACGGTGAATTTTTGTTTCTTTGTTGGGTTTTTTCTGGCTTCTCCTGTTCTCTTTGCTGTACCTTTCTCGGACATGTTGTCTGAACTGTATGTATGTATGTATAATAGATAGAATGGCACTCGAAGAACAAAAGTGTAAAAAAAGTTCACACAGGTGTGTGTATCATAATACTAAACGTGGCGTTTAATGTTGACAGTGTGTGTCGATGGACCACACTGTGTAGGTGTCGATCGTTAAAGACATGCCACCGTTTCCAACCCGCTCCACCAAGACACGAAAATAAATAACGCTACGAGCATCACGAGACACTATACAGGCTCATACCACAAAGAAATATGCAGCGACACCCGTCGTTTGCAGGTGGCGGCGGTGTACTTCTTCCACAGCCCATTTCAGAGACCGTCATCCCAAAGACGTTATCAACGGCACCTCACCCTGCACATTTCGCTGAGTACGTGCTGTATGTTGCAGGACCGTATGAATCCACGGCACATGACCCCATTCACCACGCCGTGTATGGGCGGTCAAAACTACCAGGCATCCAGCATGCCATCTATATACAGGACGTGAATCTGCTGGTAGAACGCAAACCTTGGATGCGCGATCTTCCGGTACTCGTTGCACGGCAGACGAAACATGCCTTCACGCGGGAAAATGCCGTCTATGAGATGGATCGCTTCGCGGAGGAGTTGCGTCAGTCGAATCGACAAATCGTACTGCCGCCGGCGAGCGAACAGCCCGTCACTGCGCTCACCGCCGACAACGCACAGGAGTGGAGTCAGGCAATGGGTGTAACAAATACACGCGTCCAGGGTCAAGAGTTCGTTGTCTTACGACCACCTGATGATGCACAAGAACTCCTCGGAGCACCCGTCATGTTGGGCAAGGATGAGCGTGTAACCGAGGACAGAATCCGCCAATATCTACAGATGCGAAACGCCACCGCACCTCCACACGCGCAACAACCGTACTGGCCTGGCCTTGTCGCTGCTGCACCGTCGCCGTCACAATTAACACCACCGCAACACAACAACGATAACGCGCAACACCACTACCAATATCAGCAACAAAATCGGAACGGGCACGGCAATTATGGATATCCCACAACAACCACCACTGCGCTGCCACATCATCAACAACAACCACCGCATGCATCGTACTATGCGGCACATCCGCCAAGCAACGGATTTTACCAGCAGCAGAATGAGGCCATCATCAACAACAACAACAGCAGTCATCATCACTCCCACAGAGAGACTCCACGTGCGGGGGGAGGATCACCGCATCATTACACAGCGCCATCCTCGTCTTACCAGTAAAAAGAATATGTACATCAACAGTAGTAAACACAACCACGAGACAAGGCGGTTTAGAAAGAGGGTCCCCTCGACAGCGCCACATTTTGTTGAGGTTGCGCCAGACAGCAACGCCGTCTCTCGCTACACAGCCAACCTTCCCCACGGGTTTTCTAGGATTGCTTATTTGTCGACATTATATATTTCTTTCACCTTTTCTGAACGACCATGTTGGCGATGAAGGTTGCCACCGCACACATGGCCGAGGTTCCACCACTGCACCACACCAGCAGTACTAATAGCGTCCTCGATGAGGACAATGTTGCCACACATGGCATGTCATCGTCGGATAGTAGTACCACCACAGTGGTACCCGTAAAGTCTCCTCGCATCTTTCAAGTGCAGGGAATGGAACGGCACTTTACTCCCAACGAGCATGCCATCATCACTATCTCCGCCGAATTTGCAGAACAACAACCACTGCTGTCAACGTCAGCAGCCGTCACAACGATGCCTCCTCCTCCTCCGCCACCGCATCGTGTCTTTACATACCAATGCAGCGTACAAGAGGGGAAATTGTGTCCTGTTGTGCGTACCGCCGCATCGGTTCAACGACAGAGTAAAGCCAACGGTAGCACGCGTACTGCGGCGGCTGCTGCTGTACCAACGACGACGACGACGACGGCTGTGGAGAACATTAAACCAAAAGCCGCCATGTTCTATGGTGACTGCTTTATCTGTAGTGGACGACATCACTCGTCAAATTACTGCCCCTTGCGACAATGCTACGCGTGTGGCCAATACGGTCACTCGCGACGTGTATGTGGCCTTGCAACGGAATAAAAAACCTGTCCATCCACGCATAACCATCATATCTTGTATATTCAAAGAACCAATGAGAACGACAGAGGAAAAAAACAAAAAATGGATGAAATGCAGTCCCGTAGGTCATGTGATTCCACGACCACAATACGTACGCGGATCTGCAGTACGACCACTCATACATAGGTGTATAAATTCTCCACAAACCAGCAACATTATTCGTGGTTTGAAACACACATCATGACAACCGTCCGCGCTAGTTTGGACATTGCACACTGCCTGGATTCAAGCAAACTCACACCGGAGGAGAACTTTCAAGTCTATGGAAAGTGCAACCGCAAAGGTGGTCACGGTCACCGTTGGACCGTGAGCGTCACTGTTGCAAATGTGACCGAGTCCGTTCTAACAACGCTCGTGAAGGAGGCGATTGAAAACAATTTTGATCACCGCAATCTAAACTTGTCCGAATCGTGCCCCCACATGGCCGGCATCGTGCCCACGGTCGAAAATTTTGCATACGTCGCAGTATCATTACTCAAGACCGCCATGCTGCAGAAAGGTCTCAACCCACTTGACATTAAGCGCATTCGTGTGTTCGAGACGCGCACAGGATCCACCACATGGGACCCGACCCCGTACGATATTGAGCACCTAAACGGCCGTCTCCTGCTGGCCGGAACAATGTCCGATGTTATTCTGCCCACCATGTCGGTCACAAAGCGTGTGGAGTTGTGGCACGAGCCAGGCAGCGTTCCGGCGGATCTCGACGCAGCATCCCTGTGGCGCGTGGAGGGGCCTGGTGCAGGCGTGAGCGCTCACGCGGTCCATTTCGATTTGACCTTCCGCGGTCATCTCAACTTGGACAAGGGTATGGTGGAAAATTTGTGCACCGTCAAGGACGTCTTGTTGGAGGCGCTGAAGAAGAGCGCACTGAAGGATCCCAAAGATGTTAGTCTAGACGACCTGGCGTGTATCTTCGAACAATGCAAACAGGTCATGATTGCAAGGTACTTGGATCCGTCACTCGTGTATCAAGTACACTGGGAGTACGAGCGAACGTCGAGTGTACAAACACTGGCATTGCCCGGCAAGGACTCTGCCGCGGCGGATTACCGGTTGCACATCCGACAATGCACGTACCCGACACAGGTGTAAATATGACTGCCAAGAAGTTGTTGTTGACACGTACCCAATAAAAAGAAGAAGAAGAACAGGTGAGTCCCTCTATACTCAAACACACATGCACATGAAATGTACCGGTTGTTGCGTACGCCTAATCTATGTCTGTCTCGTGGTCGGAGCGCTTTTTTCAGGAGATTGCCAGAAAAGGCATTTTCTTGTCTCGAGATTTGGTTTGCGCAGCGCAGCGCAGCCGCACAGGCCAACCGAGGGGGTCGGTCGGGTGCGTTGCGCAGCACTTTGTTGCACACAGCAGAAAGCACCCTGCACTAAAATTTTAGTGTGTTATAGGAATACTAAACAAGAGAGACGTACATGTCGACGGCAAAGAAGACCCACACTCCGTCATGGGCCTCTGTGTGTGCCCGCGGAGTAGTGACCACACCGCACACTGCTCAACAGCAGCCCTCGCGGACTCCAAATGAGATAAACAACCCACAACATGCTGCTGCCCAACCATTCACAAGCGCCCACCATGACGTCAGTCGCCGTTCGGAGGCAGAGTGGGCAGCACAGCGATTAGAGCCGCAATGGTTATACGCCGGTCGGCGTGGCAAGCGCGCCGGGGACCAGAGAAATACCGACGATGTTCCTGTCAACGGTATTGCTGGCACTCGACCGTCGCGACTGAGCACGACAATTTCAATGGCAGAGGTGCAACATCGCACGATGAAAGCCGACCAATATTACCGCCGCACACAAGAAGTAGCGCGCATCGACTACCGGGTGATCGCGCAATTGCCAGAACTTCAATCTGTGTTGAACACGTGGCTCGACACGCACGTTTATTCGGCACCAGGAATCGACATTGGCCGGATTCACGCGCTGGATCAGCGGTTGCCGTCCTACTTGACCCGGCGCTCTGAAACGACGAATCGACCCGAGCTTTTGCCGTGCGAGGTTTCCTTCATCCAAGACCTTGGTCATTGGCTTGTAACGGATCCAGCAGCAGAGTGCCAAGTGGTTGAGGTGGGCTTGAATGTGGATCTACAAATCTGCAAAGTTGGATTGGTCGTGCAACTCCCTGCACCCTCAAACAGATACCTTTTTGTATGTTTGGGCATGGACCGTGGACTGAAGACATTCTACATCACCGAATTCTTCAAAGATCGCACGCAGTACCAAGGAAAGGTACCCTACTGGTCGTTGGAGGATTGGAAAAAACGGTACGAGTAAGGCGGCCACACTCTCTACATACACATTATGTACAGAAACAAATACAAAGAGAAAGTGAGTATTGTCAATTTGAGTCCCGTGATATGGTTGTCGTGTTTGTTGCCACAGCGTCATCCATCCACCGTTGACACTGATCCACAATCGCAGAGTGATGCTTGGATTTGGCCACTCGTAGGACGCGGTCCAAATCACTCGGCAACGTAACGCCCCACTCGTCGTGGCAGAGACGCACGATGGACATGTGTCCGCCACTCGCCGCACTCGCCATCGCATGACGTACGCCAACAGCACCCCATTCATCGTGACATTTTCGTACAAGCCGTTCGTGACCCCCACGTGCGGCTGAAGCCATCGCTGTATCGATCTGCGTTGCGTCTTTAACCTCCCTACACCAACACACAACCTGTTCATGTCCCTCCTCGGCCGCGTAGCGCATGATCGCGTTCACGTCGGTCACACCCAACTCATCAACGCATACGCGCACAACGTCCAGGTGACCTCGACGTGCGGCATGAAAGGCGGCCCACTCGACAGTGGATTCTGCGACTTTCATGTCTTGCCATAGCAAGCGGATGATCTCAGCGTGTCCATTCGTGGCGGCTTCGAGGCTCGCAGAGTTAAAATCCCATGCGCCCCATTCCACGTAACTCCGCCGCACCAACGACGCATGCCCGCCTGCGGCAGCACCACGAAGAATCCAATTGTCATACTCTAAAAGAGACCAAAACGAACGAAATTCGTTCCGCATCATGCCCACGATTTCCACCCGACCTGATTTGGCCGCATGCCAAAACGCTTCCGTCGCAGTACAGGCACCCCAGAACTGGCGACAACACTGTACGACCCAAAAATGACCGCGTTCCGCTGCAAAGATCATAAGATTGTCGACACTAGATACGCCCCACACAACGAGCACGAACTGCAACAGTTCCTCAGGGCCACCCACACGCTGCACTCCGTGAGGATACATTGCTACAAGCATTGCATTCTCGGTGGATTGAGACCAGTTTCCAGCATCACGCTGACTCAGGATCCAACGTAAGAGATGATAATGTCCGCGCTTGGCCAACTTGCGCACCGACACCGACGACGACGGTGGCGAATCCAATTGGGAATGATCACATAAGTGATGAAAGTGGCGGCATGTCAAACTGAGCAGTACACGGTGATCCGGTACATACACTTGCATCAAATGCCGCTGCACATCCGGAGTGAGCACTGTGTCCATACTGTAAACATATACAACGAAAAAAAGTATCTGCGCGAGCAAGCGTGAGATCTATTATTCCGAACCGCTCCATGAACAACTCGAGTTGTAAAATAAAAACATATCCGGGTCCCACGAAAAACTGTCTACATACTTACAGATACAAACTTTGTCATACACGTGTACTACAGTGACATAGCGTACACGTACACCTAGGGTTGGGTCTCTTCTTTCACACAGGCATAGAAGTGTACGGCCACTAGACTGAAACAACCTCGAGACAATTACAAACTCGAGTGATTTAACCATGCAAGCCGCGCGTGCACCAACAGCGAAGTCCTGATGATGAACAACGCGATATGAACAACTCGAGTCGTGAGACCAAAAAAAGTATATCCGTTTCTTCACAGCCATCATTGTTCTCACACTACCCGTATGTGCACTTTCTGTACACACGTATCTACAACCATGTTTTCACACACGGCTACCTTACCGAGGTAATACGTAATGGAAAGATCTATTCACATGTATATTATTTAAACTATTTTACAAAACTCGAGTGGGTGTATGAGTGTTTATTGTGCGTGTGTACGTACGTGCATGGCAGAGATAATTTTTCTTAAAAGTTGGGTAACGTCGAAGAGATGGTCGCCCACCCGATCAATGCTCCCATGTTTGCCACGGCGATGAGATTCATACTGTGTCCAAACACAGGCGTATCATGGACCAGTGTGATACTCGCGCTGGATACTCCATTAATTGGCGAAGGGGAAACCAAATTCACGGAACATCCGTTGCCTACTGCGACGGCGCCTCCCACGTACACAACGCGCCCGATGGTTGCGTCATCCGCGGTCGGTAGGTGGATATCGACCGCGACAGGTAATACAAATGATCGCGTGTCAGAAAACACAATGCCATCATTGGGATTGACGAGCACAATTGTTGTTGTTGTGTTGTCAATGTGTGTGGCGAGTCGTTGCTGCCCGCCTAATGATTGCGTGCCGGTCACTGTTTGGTTGCCGCCTACGATCGTGGTGTTTGGGATGACGACGGGGAGTGCAGAGGATCCTTGTTGGATTGTCATGATTCCATTAAATGGCAGCGCATTTCCTGACAAATCGATCGTTCCTTGTTGGTTTGGAACACTCACATTCTGGGTTGATTGAGTTGACCCTGTCGAGGAATTGTTGGATGTTATCGTCTGGAACACGTCTGTAAATGTGTCCGTGATCAGAAACAGGCTGGGTGGTGTTCCCTGCGGTCGGAATAGGGAATTTTGCATATCATCATCAGTCGCGTGGGGTTCTTCTTTTGATACCGCCCGCGACACAAGGGAGTTCAATTGGCTATTCAATTGCGCTACGGGAAACTTCGGTAGCGTGTCAGTCACTGTCAATGAGAAATTGTACCGACTCACACTCATGAACAAGGGTGGTGGTGGCGGAGTGCCCACACTGAAGAGCCCGGCAACCATGTTAAAGTCATTTGTGCCAATCACAAAGGTCATTGTGTCATTGTTGCTTTGTACCATACCAAGCCAGTGCAACAGGGCCAGGTAGCATGCCGACCGCAGTGCATTTGTCCGTGTGAGGTCAAAGACACCGACATTGTTGGACAACATCAAGGAGAATCGGGTCGTCGCACCAGTGTTTTGAACAAAGACCGCCGACAGAGTTGGCGCCGTGGGCGTCGATGTCACAAGTGGTGGATAAGGGGTCGTCGATGCGCCCGCAACATTAACGAACATACAATTACGAATGTTGGTTGAACTTCCGTCGCTTGGTGCCGCGATGGCGATCAATGTATCCATGGGAGAGTTGTTTGCTGCGTGACTGTAATCCGCAGCAAATGTACATAAATTCGCATCAAACAATGCAAATGGTTGTGTGATCGATACGCTGCTGCGATAACTGGGATTGCCAGACTGTGGCGTGATGCTAAATGTGACACTGTGTGCCTTGACGCCGACGTTTGTTGCCACGCCATTAAATTGGAGTGCGGCAGCATCCGTGTTCTGAATGGTCACATTGGACAATACAACCGACTCGTTGGAAAGCAATTGACTGGTGTTAACACCATTGCGTATAAACGAATTATCTTGGCCACTTCCATGAATATCAATCCATCCGCGCAGTGGAACAGTGGGTTCTGTCGTTGTCCCTCCCGCGAGTTGAATACACCACACATTGTTCGCGCTGGGCATGCCCGTCGCCACAATGGCATTTTGCGCTGCGGCTATTGTCCGAAACGGAAAGGCTGCATCGTTCAATCTTCCTGTCGTATCGTTTCCAAATTGTACATCCACAAATGTGGTCAGATTAAAGAGAAGGTTGGCCACTCCTGTGCCACCCACAGGACCTGTAGCACCGACAAGTCCCGGTGATCCACTTACTCCCGAGGCGCCCGTAGCACCAACAGACCCCGGTGATCCACTCGCTCCCGTAGCACCATTCAAACCTGGCGATCCACTTACGCCCGTAGCACCGACAGGCCCTGGCAATCCACTTGCTCCCGAGGCGCCCGTAGCACCATTCAAACCTGGCGCTCCACTACTTCCTGAGGGTCCTGTGGCGCCAGTGGCACCAGTAGAGGCTGAACTGACAGGTCCCGTCGCGCCAGTAGCACCCGTTGCGCCCATTAATGAGGGGCACTTCTTCTTCTTCTTCTTTTTCTTACACTCGCACGAATGGCAGCACTCGCATGGCATCTCCGAATGCACAGATGGGGTTGTGTTATCTTGTACCGCCGGCGGCTGTTGCTGGCGTATGCGCAACGCTCGATGTAAAGACTGTTGGACAAAATTGCCTTCCATGTAATATAAAATCACGTGTACGGATGCCTGTGTGATGTACACGGATGGAAAAATTGAACAATGGAGAACAGTTCCGTCTTTGTCTTAAATGGAGATATAATTGGTGTGCCGGGGAAACAAACGTGTAAACACACATACGAATTTGTCCAGACATCTGTTGAGATGTCCATATATTATTATGTTGTACACTGTTCGTTATTGAATTCGCAAAGTCATTCTCTCACAATGGAAATCGAGAGAATACCACCAGTAAAGTAATTCAACGATGACGACGAAAAGCGAAAGTGGACCGCCTGCCCGCTGGATCGCGACGTGCCTGTATGTGTGTGCGATTGTAGTATGTCTGATCGCATTGTATGTGTGCAACGACCATTTTCACGACGGATGCATTCGGTGTCAGTGCACACGGGAATCAGATGTTGGTTTTGGCATGGAAGGGTGTTCTGTACAAATGACAGACCTGGCGGTCTGAACTTGACATACCTCACTGGATGCGAGTACCCTTACCGGAAGTGCCCGAGCACGGGTCCGAATCAGCCATGTTGGGTCACCATAGACGTACCACGCGCATGTCCATATTTAGATGGCTGCGTTAGCGCATGGTATTCAACGGGATACGTGCTTAGTATTATTGGTGCTGTTTTAGCAACCATATTCTACCTCGCTGCCCTTGGTGCGACGAGAGAAACGCAACCACCAACGCCCAGTACCATTACCGTCTAAAAAAGCATGTTCACTTACATGATGTATACCACGCGCCTGGCTGTCTTTATCGAATGTATGTTTACAATCAATGAATGCGCAGTACGTATGTACAGCAGATTGTTGGCTTTTTACGAGTCGTCCTTTGTGTTCTGCTGGATGCAACTACATACCAGACTGCTGCAAAGTACGACGACCGAGCATAATCCGACTGACGGCGGCGGCAATGGTCACCAGTAGCACAGCAGAAACAATTGACCGAATCAAGTTGCGCGGAACAATATCTTGCACCTGGCGCACATTCGCACGCACATAGTTAATGGCTGTTGCCGCAGGGTGGCCACGCGGCGGCGCGGCCGACGACAAACAGCACCATTGGGTGATGAGTGTTTCCATACATGACTCGAACGCGCAACGGTCCGCCTCGTATTGATATCGCGCGGCAAGTCCCAGAGCGCGTCGCTGATCTATCGTCAGAGCAAGACACCTCTCCACTGCGTCCGCCACCGTCTTGGGAGACACTAGAAACACACTGCCCGGTAACAGCGACATCCACAACCGCCGTTGTCGATAGCGCACCGACTTGACAGGATGTACCAGAATGCCACTCACATGATCCTGCGCCAACTCGTTCATAGGGGGTCCGTGAGTCGTGACAACGACGGCGGCACAACTGCGACCCTCATTGATGGCGTGGCCCCACCCCTCGGCCTCACTGGGACAAATATGAAAGGGTGTCGTCATTTGCAGCGTGCGCAGTGCACGTTCCGACAAGCGCCGCGTGTGCATGATGATATTCTTCTTCGGTATCATGTTATTGTTGTCACCGCCATCGTTCAAATAGGGCAAAATATCGCGACGAATAAATGCAGGGTTGCAAACAACATGGAGTGGTGGCCACTCTTGATGTTGCGACCAGGCGTCTAGAACAGCACGCGTCTGTTTGCAGCGCGACTTGCCCGCCACATGCAGAAAGCCAGCAGTCGCAGGAGTAGCACTCCACGCACCCTGTGTCTCCACATTGAACATGTGCATCGACGCCATAACGTCCTTTGAGCAGAACCGAGTTTCTACAATGCGCGGCGATGGGGTGATTCCCAACTGCTTGCATCGGCGCTGCACGAGCGCAGCCGCATAGTGCGTCTTACAAAGAATAACGTCCACGAGGGCATACTTGGCCGTATCATGTCCAATCTCTTGATTAATCATGAACACATTTATACGTGCGCGCGGCAAGAACGCCGCATAGATTTGTTCCAGGGAGATCTGCACGTCCACAACGGGGTACGTGTTCGGATCATCATCAAAGTACCCGACATCTACCTGCCATGAATTATCGTTGTCGACATCTTCGCGCGTCGCCACACTACTACCACTACTACTATTGAACCGTTCAAACACACGGCGGAAGACTTCAATGTCCGTCGCCATGCCGGAGATATTCCCATAAAAGTACATGATGCGTGCACGCGGCATTGCGTGTGTGCGTCTCCAAGGAGAACCACGCGTCTATCTTAATGTTTCCTCACTATGAACAAAAATTCAATGCGAGCAAACGCGTCAATGGAAAATAATATAAATCCAACGCACTCAGAAAAATAAATAAACGAACCCATTGGGGGCAATTGCCATACACAAAGCAGACAACATGGGCGGCGCAGTGTCGAGCGCATTATCACCCCGCCACGTGGTCGAAAAAATGGCATTTCATTACCTGGCCGGCCAGCACGAAATGAGTGTGATGGCAAACGACACACGAACAATCCCGGCCACCGTGCGGGCCGTACGCATCGGCAAACAGGACACGTATTGCCTGTACCAACCACCGGTGGCATCATTAGCAGCCGAACATGAACAGCAAGAATCGTCGTCACCCGAGTGTATATTTCTGTGCTTTCATGGAAATGCAGAAAGCGTTTACGGCCTCTGGGACGACGTCGTTCGTTTCATAGCAGCACCTCTGCCGCAGTGTGCGTTCTTCGCGGTCGAATACCCTGGTTATGTCTGTGAGGAGTTGACGCCGCAAAGCAAGTACTGGGAATCCGCAACGCCCACCGAAGACGACATTAAGCAGCACGCCGCGGCCGTCTACGATCGCGTGCACACAATGTGGCCAAACGTGCCGATCATTTGCGTCGGCCGCTCGCTTGGATGCGGCGTGGCGCTCTGGCTCGCAAGCACACGCACCGTGCATGCAGTGTTGCTTCTCGCACCATATTTGAGCATCATGCGCGTCGGTATTGGCATGTCTATTCCATACATGGATATCTTTGACAATTTATATATTGCACCCTCCTGTCGGGCCCAGAACGTCGTCATCGTGCACAGCAAGGACGATCCGGTCATTCCTATTGGACACAGCGAACAACTCATTCAACAATTGCACCAATGCGCATATACAAAACTGATACGACGCAACACAAGCGGCCACGGTGCCAAGTACCTGCGCAATCCCACATTTGTGGAGCACTTGCTTGAACATCTTGGTGTTAAAGTTAGTTCTAGTGAGTAAATATAGATGCACGTGTTGTTCCCGCCCTGTGTTTCCGCAAACAATATACACCACACTGGTCATCGATCGTTCCACGAACATGCATAAACCAACTCGAGTTTTGAGAGAACTTGAAAATTCATTCACTCACCAGCAATCATCCTCGACACCATATATGGTACACCATTATTATTATACAAACCAGACACCACAGAGTGCGTACACACCCCAAGAAACACATATAGAGTACACAACCATGTTTATACAAAAAGTACTCCCACATTAACATCACGCATATTTCGAACACAACTCGAGTTGTCATATTGGGTCTAATCCTCCTTCGGGTCGGCATTATCATCATCCGTCCATGTCGTGCTACCATGCGCACGGTTGTCAATACCACCGTAATGGTGATCGTAATAACGGTTGAGTAAAATGGATGCCGTAACAAATACACCCACAAGTGCAACCCAAGTCCAAAATGCGTACGGAAATAGAGACAGTACCTCCACACAACGATCAAACCAAATCTCGCGAATAGCTTCCTGTCTATCAACAACGTGCTTCATTGCGAAACAAGTGCTCAAAAATGCACCGTAGTACAGTGCGAACATGCATTGGTTGACCCAGTAACTCTTGGGATAATACAGGCGGAAACAACTCGCCCGTTCGGATGCGCGATTGTACAACATTTCGTTACACGGCTATCGACGATGTACTACTACAGGAAGACATTATCTACATATATACGTCCGTGGTGCCAACATATACTCGAGATATATGCAGTACTCGAGATTTGTTATGCATCTTCGATACGCGAATCAATCTGTGGTTCCAGTGTGTCTGTTCGTATATACGAAAGAGTAAGTGACACAGACAGACAGACACGCTACGTGAATATGACAACGTTGATTCGGTACAATCACGATGTAGAGAACGCCCTACCGCGGACTCGGTTCTGCGTCACTCCGCGCACTCTCCTCGTTGGTCCTTCGGTCATCTGCGAGTCGTTAGACAATGCGATTCAGTATGTGGTCCAACGCTACATTCTTGGGGGCCCGAAGAATCGTTTCGTCCATGGTGTGACCTTGCGATTGCTCGTTCGCGCGAGCGTTCTCGACCCGAAGGAGGAGATTGCACACGCGAAAATCCAACAAAGCAATGTGCACGATATAACCGAGTGGTGCATTGCACGCCTGAAAGACAATGTGAACACTGTACACTCAATAGTGCTTGAATATGAGGCGCTGGGTGGTGGTGACTCTCATGGGACGTACCACTACACCGTCGACATCACACCTGCTGTCCAGTTTGAGCAGATCGTGGGTGCCATTGTGCAGCCATCATCATCATCGTGAAGACTCTCCTGAAAATAATGGTACCGGTTACGATGGACGGGCATATAGATATGAATATATGTAATGCTGTGCAAAACAAGAGAAATCCTTTTTATACAGCAACTTGCGGCAGTGGCACAACCGTCGCCGTCCTACGGTATCGGTATATTTTACGCCACAAAACAGACAGGACGTAGGTCGTGTAGAACTGCGCCGGAATAAACAAAATAAATGACCCAAAAACAATAACATATCTCCACGCGGGCATGTTGGCGTAATCGCCACCGGGCATCACTGCTGAGATCAAAAGCGCCAAGTTCAGCGCATGAAGCACAATCTTGGAGAATCCCTCCTGCAGTGCAACGGCCTGTACCATGTGGTACGTCCTCTCATGCAATGGAAAAAGGCGATATGCCACAAACGTGAAACACTGCGGACTGGTCAAACACATGAACCAACCAATCAGCCCCAAAAAATAAATATACGTGCGCGACCACATCGACTGGAACGAGATTGCCAGTGAGATATTCACGAGCGTCACAATGTGATGCACCAGCATGGGCAAACGAATGGACTGTCGGTAAAATAACTCCACAATGTGCACCGCCAACAAGTACAGTGCGAATACCCGCTCGCCCTGTACGCCAAACGTGTCCGGATAGTCACCGACAATGTGCCGCTTCGCGAGTAGCACCCCACAAAAGAACAAAAAGAATACTTCGGTGACGCCCTCGACGACTTGAAAATCGGTCGCACGCTGCTTATCGATGGTCAACCGACCATATTCTATTGGCCACTTCCTCATCAGGCCCCATCGCGCGAGGCGGAGTCCTGCAAAAAGGATGACTAACCATGTTGACAGAACCAGTAGCACAGACTCCTCGCCCGTCCAACCCATAAACGACATGTACTGCGCTTGAAAAGTTGACGACGGGATTGATACCGGCGCTGTCGTCGTCATTGTTCGTTCGTAGATATGGAAAACAGAGTAATATCCTTTCACACAATGCTGATACACACACCCTGAAAAAAACAAACACACTTGAAGACCACAAAGTGCCCACGTCGATGTTTCCAAAGTAACACCGCGTGGAGAAATCCCCCCAGAATGTAGTGCTTTACTTTCTTCGCACACATTACACGAAAAGTGGGACCCTCCCGTACATTTATGTCTGTCATGTCAACACATACCAAAAGATAGCGAGAGAGTGTATGGACCCATTGTATCGACCAGAAAATAGACATATATACAACTCGAGTTGTGGACCAAAAGATCTTATTTACCGAGAGATACATAACAGCGGCCGATATGTCTCAGAATAGGTGAAGAGTGTGTACTTACATTTGGAGTGGGTACCATGTATACACGTGTATATAGGTGTACAGCCGGTACGATACACACAACGCCACTCTAATGATGCGAACACATTTTCCAACTCGAGACTGAACTAAACTCGAGTTGATGTACAATGTATTTTGACTGTATGTGTGTGCCTGTACACTTGGAGAAACCTATCGTATCACCGTCGTAGACATGGAGCGAGACTTGGAATGGCAACATGCGACCGCGAGACGTGCATCGGATATCGAGATCGACCTGAGCGAATGCTTCGAGTCCATTCCGTGTAAGCACAGGGTGACCTTTTACGATCCGGATGGCAAGAAGCGGTCCGAACTGTGGTACAAGCCTGTCATTGTGGAGTGGTGTTTGGAGAACAATCGTCCCCTTCCGGAGCACTTTCGAGGATCATCATCATCGTTCTCATCATGGTGTAACATTATGTAAGGGAATGATGATGATGCGGTGTATATATTTCCTTTGTGGTATGGTGTCAGTAAAGGCTGTGTGGGTCGGCAATAACTGTAAGTGTGTCAAGCAAGAGAAGCAAACGTGTTCGTTGTCGAAATATTACTCTGTTGACATTCACACACACACATGTCGACTGTTGCGCCCCGTCAAGGGGGATTATATCAGTTGCGCAAGGCGTCCATGTGTATGGTAGCGGATCCCAAATCACGCTCGGTAAGCATGGGAGATTGTACAAGTGACGGCGCCGTGTGGAAGTACGACGACACCACAAAGTCGTGGGCATCTGTAGCACCGGGGGCTGGTGCTGGAAATTTGTTTTTAAGCGTTCCTAACAACGCATGTGATGTTGCCCTTACATTGGACGCATCCGGGCCTGAAGCAAACAACTTGGCGTACGATGTGGCGACTGGCCGCTTCCGCAAAACCGATTGCGATAACGCGTGTATCTCTGCGGAGCAGAATTACAAGGGAACGGTACCGCATCTTGCATCGTGCGATGACGCAGATGCCCAGACGTGGCGTGTGATTCCCGAAGCGCAGACGGCGATCAATCCACTGGGGTCTCTCCTAGCCCCAGTATTGGCCCTTTTGGTTGTCGGATTTGTGTATTTCATGATTCAACGAAGCGTGAAACGTGCCGCACAGAAGCAACAGGCCCAAGCATCGTCGGTGCAGCGAATCTTGTCGCAATTGGCGCGTCAGTAGTCGTTGTGGCAAAGAATAAAAAGAACGAACACATGTGCATATTATATAAGGGCCCAAGTTACATTATGTACAATGGTACAGCGGCATTATCGTTCCGAATATATCGGACACTGGCGCATATATGTACAGGTACGTCATGATGTGTCTTCAAACAACAACGTAGGCGCGGCGGCAGCCGTCTAAAAATGAGGTATAGTACCGGTCATCGTCCGTTCCCCCCCCCCCCCCCCTCTCTCCACCACAGTCTGCGCATCATTCCGCAGTTGCGCTGCGGCGAGGCTGTTGTTGTTGCAAACGCTTTTTCCGTGGACTGTCCACAGGAATCGCCAGTCGACCAAGAAGCATAAGTTCACCTACGACTTCTGTCATCATGTCTAAAACTGCGGGTTGATACTGCACGTGAAATAGGGACGCCCACTGTTGTGGATGGCCCATTTCAGCCAACTTGTACACGACAACGGCAAGCGGTTGCGGTTGCGCTTGTCCCAACACCTGAATGCACTCTGCAATAAGCGACGGAATAGCAGCCACCGAAGGGTTCAAATCGACATGACGACCCAAGAGAATGCCCTGAACGGCCCACTGTTGAATGGTACGTAATTTGTCTAGGATCTGCGCAACGGTGGGTTGGGAACGTTCCAACGTCGTGTACAAGCTTTGTCCCGTCACAGAGTCAGTCTGGCGCAGGCGGTCAATAAAGTAGCCCCGAAATAACTGGCGGTCAGCATCCATCGCGCGCACTGGATCAGTGGTACGGCGAGGTTGTACAGTGAGTTGAGGAATGTTCATAGTGATGTCACGCGTCTTGTTTCAATCACGGTACTGCTAAGTATACATGTATGTAGACGTATAGGGATCGCGATCCTTGTAAGTCATATGGGAAGCACAGTAAAGAAACAAGAATTACAAAAACCAACTGTGTATCTATCGAACAACAACGGTACAACATTATGTGGACACGTATATATGCGTGTCGTAGAAGGTATGTTTATTTACGTACGTACGAGAACCGAGAGATAGATGGTGAGATGATGTGTGTCACAGAGAGACTGACGCAGTGCACCGCACGATAAGAGCATATGGCAAACGTTGCTCGAGATTCAATAAACTCGAGTGCGTACCAAACTCGAGGTATACTATTTCGAGTATTTTCTTGAGTATGTATACAGAAAAACACGCACGCCTGCGCGTGTGGGTTGCGAAGGGGGAATCAACAATATACATATACATATCGTCTGTGCGTGCACAAAGCGCGCTCTCTACATAATATACAATGAGTTTCTTTAGCGGATTTTCGTCCATGTTTTCGGGCGGCGGTCCCACCAAAAGCGATGATGAACGACGACGTCGAAAAAAGCATCGCCAACAGCGCGCTGCGCATGATGTCGCCAATAATAACGATGGGGATAGTGGCAGTGAAACTGAAAGTGATGATAATCATCATCATCACCAGCGACATGGCGGTGGTGACAAATCGCGCCACCAGCAGCATCGACACAACCGCAAGCATCATCATCGTTCCGCGGCGACAAGTACCGCTGGGTCATCGTCGAAGCGACATGGCGGTGATGCGATGCGGGGAGGATTCCCATCCAGATATGATGCTGTCGCCGAAATGAATGACACGTCGACCGGTCCAACCGCGCTGCAGGATGTGGAAAATGGTGCTGGTGGCGATGATAATGGTGGACTGGCGGCGGCACATTATGACGGAGGCGTTCCACTGTTGTCCGTGATGAATGGCAAACGCGTTGCAGCCACCGTGGGGCTGCCCTCACATGGAGGCTACGCGTTGCACAAGGTTGTTGTCACTATTCGCGACAGTCGTGATAACTCTCTGCACGATTACGAGTTTACATTGGAGGATAGTGATGACATTGTGACGTGTGCCGAGAAGTTGGCCGCGTCTCTCACCGATCCATCGAATTCGCGCGAGCAGAAGCAACAGATTCTGCAGTTCGTCCAAAGCGGTGAGTGGCAGAGCATGTTAAAATCGAACAATCCGACGCAGACATTGGAGGCGCAGCGCATTATTAGTGCCGCAATCAAATCCACTGTCATCGCGACAAGTCCCGCACCTGTTGTTGCTCCTGCTGCCGCGAATCCGTCCGCATTGGGCGGTTCCATCTTGTTGAATCCAAAGGTACGGTCCACGTCGCTCCTCGTCGCGCCGGCAGCACCACGGCCCGCTGTTGCTGCTTCTTCTTCGCCAATAACAACAACGACTGCACAGCCCTCGCAGGCGCTACGCCTCATTAACGAACTCACTGCGCGTCGTCACAGTACTGCCGCTCCTATCGTGATGACACCCGGGACAACCAGCGCCGATGACGACGAGGATGCTTCATTGTTGCGGCAACCTGTTGGTGCGCCAAGCGAACTGTAAGGACAATTGAACAAACATAATTGCTGTGATGCGATTATTGTATATATATATATGTATATGTCTTAGTTGTGTTTCAGAGTGTACGTGTAATTATATTGTAAAGAAGCACCTGTATGTGTTGTTGTGGCAGACACCCACCCATACCTATCCTGAACAGACACAAAGATAAGAGAAATGGGCCTTGTCAAAAGTGTTATTCGCTGGCGGGAATACACCGACAATCCCGATCTGGTGCTGTCCAATTTTGAAACCAAGGACTTGCACGTGTCACAATGCCTCGTGCGGCGCGGATTTCACCTACATTTGTCCATTCGTTGCGCTCACTTGTCGTTTCTGGCCTACTTGACACCGGAGGAATTGCATGCGTATGTACAAAAGTTTCCGGCATGTGCCGAGCATTATCACGTGCAGGCCACCTTTCACGATCCGAAGACAGACATGGATGGGATGATCGTACTCGACAAACGGGATCACTCCCTGTATATTGTGTTCCGCGGCACAGCAAGCGGGCGCGATGTCGTGACCGATTTGGGCTTTGTCCCAGTTGGATATGAGAACATGGAGGGTGTTAGTGTGCACTCTGGGATGTACACTTCGCTCTTGTCGGTGAGGGAGTATCTTGTCAACTACGTCAAAGGTTGGCAGACCCAGTTCGCAGAGGTGCATGGTTGCGGCGGCGCTGCTGCTGCTGCTGGCGAAGGACAACACCATTCTGTACCGCACAACCTGGCCGCCGCGGGCAAGGTTTTCCTGATCGGCCACAGTCTCGGCGGGTGTCTCGCGTCGCTCTTTGCACCGATTCTGTACCGTGAGTGTGGCGTGTACGCCCAGGTTTACACGATTGGAGCGTGCCCTGTTGGCAATGACGCGTTCATGAACCTGCTGAAGGATTGCACCTACACGCAGTGGAATGTGGTCAATCACTTGGACGTTGTCCCTATATTGACACGGCCCCTGAAATTGGGGTACAGTCAGTTTCCGCAGGTGGCGTACTATGATGGTCGAGGCGACCTCGTCTACCTCTCGGGTCGAAAATTTAACGCACATATGCTGCAACGCCTGCTCGACCGCATGTTAGGATGGAAGCAAGGCAATCAAATCTTGAATCATTTAATGTACCTGGGTCTGACGTCGCGCACGGCAGCCGACACGCCGCTGGACCAGTACGTGTACTGTGCGGAGGCTCAGAAAACGTGGCTGGAGGATGACGATAACAGTAGCAACAACGGGGAGGACGATGATTTGAGTATTTCATCATCGTGTAGTGATGACGATGCAACGGAACCGTGCAGTGCATGTGGTAAAAAGTGTGTCGCGTGCCACCATCCCATCCCTGCAGTGGTAGCACCATGAGATAATATGGGAAGAGAGCCTTGGTCGACGCGTGATTTTTCACACATACACACTGCTTCGCAATGAATATGTATTTACAATGTGTAAAAATTGACCTATTACAATACGAAGGGTGTGTATTGGTGTAACCAGTCAACAATCGCCTGTTGACCCCACCGCTTTGCGTCATTCACAATGTCAGCGACCGAGTAGTACTGAGGCCATTTAAGTAACTCTTGCACAATGTGCAAATGTCCAGCCTTTACAGCGGCCTCCATAATGAATCGAGTGCCAGGAAAGGGCACACAATCGTACCAAGGTGCAAGCATCCTCAACATATCAAGATCACCGCGCATCGCCGTGCTTGTGAACGCACTCTCGGAAGGTAATAATTCTTGCTCCAAAAGAAAAGACAGAACCTCCTTGCGGGCGTGTTTCGCTGCTTTATCAACTTGTTCCGTGATCCATGGAGTGCGTTGCCGGTTGACCCGCGGAAAAAGTTTCTTGACGACGTAAAGGTCGCCGGCTTTAATGGCCAAATCCAGCATATGGGACAGGCGGTCGGGATATGCTCCCACACAGGTTGCAAATTTATGTCGAAACGTGTCACTGTCCGTCAGATAGTCAAAAAGGGGATTTGTTGCCATATCTCGCTGCGGTAAATGCGATGTCTCAAAACCTGAAATCGAGCAGGACGCCATTGCTGTCCGTGTGTATTCGTCCATTGTCTCATGCACTTGCAACTCCTGGAACGGCATGCGCTGCAAAACTTGCTGCATCATGTCCACACGGCCGGCTGCAATAATGGCATCAAAGATAATGCGTCGAGCTCGTTCGTTCGCCGATATATCCTCGATGGCCGGAAGGACACATAGTTCAAAAAGATCAACATGACCACCGCGTATAATTCCACATGAAAGATGTACTGTGCATTCTAAGAGGTCTTCCATCTGCTCCGCGCACATCAATGACCACTGCGAGCGGATGTGCTCACGAAACAGTTCCAAGAGATGTACATGCCGTTGATAGCCGGCTGCCTCGATAATGTTGGGTGAAAGTGGCTCATTTTCGATTAAAGCCAGGCAATAGCGAACGAGTTCGGGATGTGCACTCCCAGCGACTGCCCCAGCCAGCGCCTGGTGGACGTTAGTAGCGCCCAGCGTTTCGACACACCACACGACGACATTCAGGTGTCCGTGGTACGCCGCGTGTGGAAGGATGAAGGCTCTCGTCAAAGCGCCCCATGGTCGTCTTCGCATGCAGTGAATCCATTCCAACAATGGGACGTTGCCAGACGCCACAACAAATTTCAATCTGCTTGCCAAGCAAGAGCGGATGTCCTGCGGTGGCGCGCCATTTTGATCAAACATGCGATAACATTCCTGGGAGGAGAGTCGCCACAACGGTGTGAAACCGGGACAATACTGTTCAAATAGATGGCCGAGAACATCCCGCGATAATGTCAGCATCGTGTGTGTCCTTCTGTGCGTTTGTGTGGCACACTAAGGACAATATGGTTATGTGTATCACGATAAAGAATTGAGAGTGTGTGACTGTGACTGTCGGTGATGCAGGTACTTTTAAACTCTCGAGATACTCATTCTCTTTACAGTGTCACAGTTTGCGTGATCGCATCAACCTGCGCCCGCGTCTGTGACAAGGGGCCATTGTTATCAATGATGTGCTTAAAAGTGTGGTCTCGAAGAGCAATCTCCGAGTAGTGGTTGGGGTCGCGTGTGGACTTGGAGTAATCTACTTTTCGTAGCACACGCATAGGAATTCCTCCTTTCGATTCAATATACGCGTACTCGTTGGGGAAGCGCAAATCCGTGAAAATGACAATATCGCTCGGTTTCGCCTTGAGCAAAAGCATTTCTTGTAGCGCGACCCAGAAATTGGATGCCACCCGATTGCGGAAGCACTCGGTGCCCAAAATCTGCAACGCCTGACCCACAGTTTGAACGGTGCCATCGTATACCTTGCTCTCAAAGTAGGCAAGTGCACTCACGATGCGACTGCACAACTGCTCGACGTCTACCACTTCGTTCGAGGGCACCAGAGAGACCAACACGCGTAGTACACCGTCATCTACAGGGTGTGCCAGAGCAATTTCCAGCACTCTTTGGGCAATGATGTCGTCGTTGGCATCCGAAGAGAAAAATAACGCGTTACTGTGTACTGTTGGTGGCACTGGACGAGGTGGTAGGGGTTTGTTCTTTCCCACATCCGTCTCCATATCCTCCATGGTCAATTGTGGGCGCAAGTAATGAGCCAAGACACGCTTGAGGGGCGCACTAAAGGATCGCGTGTAGGCGTATCGCTGGGGTTGCCGCACTTTCAAGACATCCAGAAACATCTGTCCGACTGTATCCTTTCCGCTTTGGTAACCGCCACTCACGCCAATGATAAAGGGAGTTGTCGATGTCATTCTATGTGAGTGTTTGTTTGTGTGCGCGAACGTGTACGTAATATAACGTATATATTGAGGTGATAGCACTACGCGCGTGTACAGGAACACAATCTGAGCAATGGATCGAGCAGTACATGCTTTCATCCGCAATGTCTGCCTTTTGTGTCTTAAACTCGAGTTTGCGCAATGTTGATATACGTCTGGCTTGATGATGGCGACGCCTGTGGAGGTGGCGCCGGCCGCTCCATCGCCCCACGACAATGAACGCAAGTCACAGTCTTACGTCGGTCTTTGTGCTCGCACCATCGGGTGAAACATTCTGCGTGAACACTCTTGCCGCAGGTGGATTGGCACCAAATCACAACATCTCCGTCGAGCATGTCATCCATGCAAATGGCACACATCTCACCGACATAGGGCTTCTGCTCCACCTGTGGTGCTGCAACATTGGCAGGTTCTGCGACGGCACGTGGTGCTGCTGCTGGCGCATTTGCCAGTGCCTGCCGATACCGCTGAACCTCTTCTTCACTTGCGTAAATGATGTTAGGCTGCTGATCGACGTCCTCATCAGAATCATCCGACAGCGCCTGATGTTGCTGTCGCGATGCAATCGCCGGAGCGGCCGCGGCGAATGCTCGCGCCCTATCACACACGACTCGTTCCCATCCACCCAGGTTGCGTTGCATCTGCACCTGTCGCAAGTGTTCGCGACACTCGGCCGATCGACGATCGGGATCGGGCATGCGACCCGTCACTGCGAGCACCTTGAACAATACAAACGCGACGTGCTTGCACTGAGAATGTCGTCGCTGGTAGTCCGGACAGGTGCATTGAATAAACTCACCTCCCGTCGCAGGACGCGCGTCGTCCGCTGCTGTTGCCGCCGTCATATTCACGTCGACCGTGTAAACGTTGCCTGTGGTACCGGATACGATAAAGTGGATGACGGTGCTTCCATCGTTGCGCGTGGTCGTGACCGTTTCCAGCAAATAAATACGCTGGGACAGTCCACGAATGACACGCTCATAGTTCTCGTCTTCGGCTGTGAATTGTCGGTAACGACTACTACTGCTGTATCCGTTGTAAGGTCGCCAGCCCCAGTTCGACATATCGATTCTTTTCAGGCCACGAAATTAGGCGACGGAAGAATGTGTATATGTTGTGCAATGGATGTCACTGTACTACCACCAATAAATCGTGCGCAAACAACACACAATGAATATCTTGCTGTATGTATACTGAATTTATTTGTACAAAACTCGAGTGCGTTCACCCTGTCTACTTCTTGCGGTCAGATCTGGCCTTCACAACTGACTTAACAGCCTCCAATGCGTCGATCGAGTGGTCGTCCTTGCCCCAGAATGGGTTCGGTCCAAATTTCTGATTCAAAAACTTGTCATTTGAGTGCTTGACGCTTTGCAATACATCGCGCTCATCGGATGTGAAGCCACCTTGCTTTAACAACTCAAACGCCATCGTATCGATGCCATTGGAAACACAGCGAGACGAATTATCGGGAGGATGCCAACTCATAGTAGCGAAAAAAACAAAATGTAATGTAGAAACGTGGCGACTTGGGTTGGAGATTGAACAGTTCAGACCGTGCGTGTTAAAGGTATTGCACCGACTCGAGATTTGTCACACTCGAGTTGCGATCTCAAAGCAGCCACACTCTCCACCACCCTCTCTACATAGTTGCCGATTCTGGGTGGTGCACTTGTGTATGTGTACCACTACATAGGTATGTATCCTGCCAAAGTATTGGAGGACCCCTTTGTGTGGTGCGCTCTCTGTATATATGTAGTAGTATTTATTTTTTCCAACTCGAGTTGTACATACAGATATGGCGTATGTATTGGGTCTACCCGTTCCTTGCGTGACACTGCCACTCAAGTGGGAGCGCCACGTTTTCTTCGTTTCAACATACCTGCCTCCGAGAGGCCAGTTTGAGTTGTCGTGTATTACCGCTCCGGATGTGCGAAGCGAATCATCACCATGCTTGATCCACATGTTGCCGCCAAATGTTTGGTCGGAATGTGTCGGTGCGGTGTTGGACAGAAATGACTGGTATCACCTTAGTAGGACCTGTCGCTATTTCGCCTGCTTTACACGCGTTCCACGCACCATTTTGGAGACAGAACCGTGCAAGTATGACCTGCTGCACTCTTGGAGGCTTTCCCGGTCGAAACGTGACCCTCTTCTACATCCGAGTACATCATTGCGATGGGTATATTGGGCAGGGTACGAGATACCGTGTGTGAACAAGCGTCTAGCATTCTGTCTGCTCGGTCCCGGAATGGATGCGTACGATAGTTTGTGTGTGGGTTTCAGTGGTACTCAGTGTACTGTTGTGGGTCGCCACTTGAGTCGTAAACGCGAAAAAGTTTATGCACTTCGTGATTGCAAACGGTTGATCATCGCTGTCGACGATTTGGAGCGGCGCTTTGCGCGGCATAGAGCGAAGCAATGTGGTGCCGCGTGTGCAAACTACTATGGCAAGAATAAGAGAAGCAGCAAACTGTTATGACCCTACCACGGGAATTTGTAAGTATATACATGTAGACACACAAGGAACCAACAATCTTGACGCTTCACATGTGAAAGGATGATGGTGGTGCACCGAATCCAAACACGGGTTGTTGTTGAGGGTGTGGTGTATGGAATGAACCGCCTGAGGCGAATGAAAATGACGATGTCGATGGTGCGGACGTCAGTGGCTGCGTGATGGAGCGAACAATCGAGTCGCACAATTGCGCATTGACGCCGTTCGTCGCGACGAACCCTCGGGCGACACGTGCCACGTTCGCAGCGGCTACGTTCGTTGCTGAGTCGTCGATGAACACGATCTGGTCGGGCTTGAGTCGTGGTTGCGGGGTTGGTTTCACGGTTGCCGTATCGCGCCTGCCGGACCACATGGCGAGTGCAATCAAGTGATTGTTCTTGTTCGTGTTCTCGCGGGTCGCGCCGCATCGAATGGCGGGATTCCATAACAAATAGTCCTGATCGTACTGCAGCAAATCGGCGGGACGGTCTTCACCCAAAAGTGCATCTATATATCGTTCTATCAGGTAGCGACCACTGGTGACACCAAGTTGTGGATTTGACGTCAAGTCGTCCTGGAACGAAACAATGCAGACGCGCCCTCCGGCCTCATAAATGCCGTAGATGAACGCACGCAGAAACCGCGGGTGTCGAATGTTGTCCAAGAAGACGTTGTCCGCCAACAACATTTCGTCCACACGACCGCCCCGTTGCGTACCGTGTATGGTGATTGTATCGTCAAAATCAAGCGCCACGGCGCGTATGGTACCGTTGTACACGAGCGCCTGCAACCGTTCGATACATGCACGTTCATCGGGCAATACTGTGTCAATCACCTCCATGTAATCTCTTCCTTTGGTGGCGTGTGCGCGTGCGAACGGGTGAGTTATCTATAATTGTGTATGTGAATGTCGCACCTTTTGCTTTATTTGGTAGACGAAAACAACAAAGCATGCCAACACGAAAAAACTACATATCTCTGCAAAAAAAGAGCAGTAGAAACAGTTATGGAAACGAACAAGGGTATGCCATCTCGAGGTGTTGCACTCACTTTCTGCGCATAATATACATATACACCTGTTTGCAAAGACAGCAATATGAGTGGTGTAAATAGATATGTGTTGTGTGTTCAACCTCGAGATATGAAACGCTGCGTCTCTTAAAACGGTGTGCATTTTCGGATCAGTTAACGTCACGCTTCGAACCAACTGCCCTTCTTTTTTTCTGTGTTTGTCTGTTGTGCATGTTGTTATGGTCGTCCAGTACACGTGCGACGGGATGCAGCAGAGTTCTCGTTCACAGGAACTGGCGTAGTCCATATTCGTGGGTGAGCGCACCTGTACGAAGGGAGCGGCAACAGCAGCGTAAACGTGTGCACAATTTCTACGGCAGAGATTGTGCGACACCTTGGCGTGTGCTGCGCCTTTGTTGTCTGTTTCCACGGGACCGGAACATTATGAATTTTACAACGACGACCCGCGGTCATACGAAGAAACGCAAACGTTCCGAACAGACTGTTGCAGTTGCAGTAGTGAAATCTGAGGACGGTTCATTTGTCGATGATGACGCTGACAACAATCCGGCTCGCATTGTGCGACATGCTCAAGAGTCGTTGTATTATTGGAATGCCGTGATCGCCCCGCGCACCAACTATGAACTTGCCGAGAAAGTGGAGCGCCGTCTCGTTCCCCTCATACAGTACCTTGACGAGCACATAGCAAAGACGACTGTGACGCGTTCGTCTTCCTCTTCGTCGTTATCCACAAAACGGAGACAAAAACGCGACGTGGTGGGTACTGCTGGTGCTTCTGCGACCGTCATCATGCAACAACCGGCCACGTTACCTGACTTGATTGGGATCACCGCGACCGCCGCTGAAACTGCTGGCAGAGATGACGAGGACGACCGTCCATGTCGTAGGATGGTGCGATGGTTGAAACAGTATGGGGCGTCTCTGATGATTCTTCGATCGGCGAGCGCAGCGGCGGGCATCTACGGTCAATTGACCGTGAATCGTCTCTCCCAACTCACGGGCGTGTCCGTGTCGGATATTGGCACTATCGAAAAGATGCAAGGCGAGGTACCCGACGTGTTCGACTCGCAATTGCACCGCATTGCCACATATGTCGCATCACACCAGCATCCCTGGTTGGAGGAACCGAATCCGACCATCTTGCGACACGTGCTACGACAGCGTGTCGGGCTTGTGCTCAGCAAACAGTTGTACAACGTAGAACACGAGAAGCGCCAGTTGGCACTTATCACACAAATGTTCAGCGGTGGCACGATTGCGCTTGGCCACCGACAGCAATTTACACTGCGTCATCAAGGCACGCGGTGTACAATGACGGATTTATTGCCTCTTCACTGGGGTCGCGAAGTCGTTGTAGTACCGTCCTCGTCCAATGCAACTGTCTTCTCTGAGAACGATGGGACGACTTCTAATTTACCGACGCATGCACGGCAGCAGCAGCAACAACGACATCATGGGCATGGCACTACGAAGCAGCAACAGCAGCAACAACAACTCACAAGCAAGACAGTTTCTGCAGATGTCGTGCTGCGCCTTGGTACGAATGTGTGGATTATTATCGAGGCAAAATTCATCAGTGACAAATCCAACGTGCACAACAAGACACCACGCATGATTGAGGCCAAGCGTCAATGTCAGGCGGCGGCAGATCCGAATTGGAAATTGGTTCATGTTGCATTTATGGGTGGTGATTGGGAAGTCACACAGTTACAAACCCTGCAGCGTGAGGGATTCCACTTTGTGTGGGAACATGCTCCTGAACGGTTGCAAGAGATTATTTTCCGACTCTATGACGAGCTCGTTGTCGAGGAAAACCGTGATGCTGATGATCAAGATGATGGAGACTTGGGTGAAGAGGCTGCTGTTGCTGCCCGACCGCACAAAAAGCGACGAAAACAACAAAAGGACACACCGCCGCCGAGTTTGTTTTAATGATGCGATTGCCTCGGAATGCGCGAAATAGTAAACGTTACCACACACCTTGTTCGATCGATCACCGTTGCGTGCAATAGGAAGCCACGGCGTTTGAGTGCACGGTTCAGCACCGTGATAAGCGGGATTCCACCTCCATTTCCGTCATCATCATCCCATTCATCCATGGTGGGAATCATGTTCTGAGGTAGCGCGGTCTGTTGAACGAGCCACTCGTGTGTGAAGGAGTGAGGGTATGCTCTCTTGTCCTCGTTGTTGCTCTGCTCGATCAGTGTCAAACATGGTCCTAGAATCCAGTATTCCAATAAGGCAGCGCGTTGGCGACGTTGCAATTCGCGCAGATCCGGGACAGTAAATTCTGTTTCACGGCTATAATTGACAAATGTTGTCTGTTGCTCCTGCATGCATATATGCTAGTATTGTGGCACAGAGTGATGTGTGTTGTTAATAGTAATCTCATGTACACAAAATAACAAATCGGTTGCCGCCTGGTTACACACAATCCTTATAATATATATGTTGTGCAGGAGCGCGTAAATGGAGCCACCTGCAAAGCGTCGCAAATATCGCGTCATTCATGAGGAAGAAGATGAAGCAGAGGCGATCGCCGAGCACAACCAGCGCTGGGATACGGTGCGACCATCCGAGCGTTATGACGTATTCGACTTTTTGCGCTTCTGTGACTCGGAGGATGACCAGAGTTTGCTCCCAGAGATGCGTGATTTTGCGCGGCGCCTCGGTGTGACACACTGGGCGATGCTGTCCAAAGCCCAACTGTGCGAGGAAATTCGCCGACGCGTCTCGCTCCTGGATCTGCCAATGGACAAACTGGCAGTGATATCCAACTTTTTGCCTCCAGCGGCACGGTCAATCCTGCGCGGCACGTCCCAATTAAGCAAGGAATTACTCCCGGCCGTCACGCACACACAGCAACTGATCGATCGATTCGGTGGCCGCGTCTTTCAGATTCTATTCGGCATGGAGACGTTCGACGTATCAGTCGACGAATTCTCTGCGGCTGCCGAACTGGTCGATACGGACAATGCGTTCTTCAACGAACATGATCTGAATACGATCCCAGCCAATGTGACACATGCACCACCCCTGGGTGCGCAACCCTGGATGATCGAATTCGTGCCTGGTATTGTGCGACAGGTATTACCGGCGGTACCGCACACATTGCAGGGCGAAGAGAATCGGCAACTCGCGGAGAACCCCCACATACCTGTTCGAATCCCACTAGTACGCATTCAAACCACCAACGATCATGGGCGAGATACCGTGGAGGCGGCGCTCTTGACGGTCGGACGCGACGGCTCGCGCAGTATTGTACACTACACATTACCACCCACAGTACAGGAGTACCCAAAGCAAGAATATAAATCCCGGGCACGTGACAGAAACTACCTTGAGTCAGGTGCAGAGTACCACGTACGGCACGGTTGGTTCGTGCTCGTGCACCACGAGAGGATGCCACTTCCATTTTTGTCTTTTGAGAGTGAGTGCTGCATTCACCGGCGGTCATTGATTGCGCGCGTCTACATGGACGCGATCGTGTGGGCGAACACGTACGAGAAACAGCACCCAGAGTGGCACCCCGTACTGGCAACATTGCCACGACCCGCCGTGGGCACCACATTCTGGAGTAGCAAGGCACGTGAAGAGCGCGCCGTCGACGCCCTCGATGGATACAATGTTGTGACGGGTGGGGGTCGCCGCGTGCGTCTGCCACTGCGATCATGGGTCACACTCGTTACAAACAAGCGACCGTACATGACCATTGCCAATTGGATGCACGAACAGGTGCGCGGTGGCGGGGGAGCGCCACAAACCACCAATGACGATGATAACGAATCGCGCAGTACGATTGATCCCATTGTTTTGCGTAGGATGACGCCAATCAACCTGCACGAAGATATCTTTCTGCCACTGCAACGCGAGGTTCAAAAATGGTGGATACAGAATGTTAACGCCGAAGCACCTGCACCACCTCCCGCAAAACGCGTCGCGGCCGTTCCGTTCGCACTTATGCCTGCATGAGCACCCCCCATGTAGTCACACTCGAGATGTGTTCACATATTCGTCCTGACCGATTAAATGTACAAATAACCATAACCTCTATTTCTCATTACATCTATACGTGTTGAACAACACACGTCCTGTTGCTGAATTCTGGAATTGTATTCGTGGTGTACAGACATGTCGTTACTACAGACTGCCTTGTTTGCTGCCAAAAAGCACTCTTGGCAACGGCGCAAGGATTCGACCGGGGCACCTTACATTGAACACCCGTTGGAAGTGGCAGCACTGATCGAATCCGTTGGCCAGATTAACGATCTCCCCATTCTCCAGGCCGCGTTGCTCCACGACACGTTGGAAGACACTGACACAACGTATGACGAGTTGGTGCGCACGTTTGGAGCCGAGGTCGCAGATATTGTACGCGAAGTCACGGATGACAAGTCACTGCCCAAGGACGAACGCAAGCGTTTGCAAATCGTCCACGCGCCTCACAAATCTCGCGCCGCCAAGACTGTCAAATTGGCAGACAAGTTGCACAACTTGCGCTCGCTACAGCACGACGCACCCAAGGGATGGTCGATTGCGCGCATTCGAGGCTATTTTGTGTGGTCGCACGCCGTTGTGCAGGGTCTGCGTGGTACCAATGCAGGACTAGAGGCCGCACTTGATAAGGTGTTTGCGGGTCACTTTGAAACGACCTTGGGCGCTGGCGCTGTGCACAGTGTGTTGCCACCCGCATCCGAACGAGAGGCAGCACTGCAATTCTACTTGGCAGACATGAAAACCACAACCATTTCGTAACACATACTCTTGTACTAACTATCCTGTGTATATATACACATAATATTTATACATACACTGGTAAATGCGTCCCTACCTAAACACTAAATGATGCCACGCGTTTCGCGATCGGTGGTGTGTGACATTGCATCGAATGCATCAAATAGGTCATTAATCAACTCAGTCTCATGTCGAATTGTAAACAAAAACGCCGTGATGGCCGCCATGGTCGGCCTCTGCCGCGTACTATCCATGTGGGTGATCAGTTGTTCCTGCTTCTCCGGACTCAACTGCGGCGCGTCACGTTGCACAATCCAACGTATTAGGGCCGCCGACGGCTTTTTGATTTCCAATTTTAAATCAACGCGACCAGGTCGCATCATCGCGTCATCAAAATGATCGATGCGACTGGTCGTAAGAATAAAGATCAGGTCGTGTGGGGCGTAAAACCCATCGAGGGCATTGAGCACGGTGGAGAACGAGACGGCCGATCGGTTCTGCTCGCCGGCACCGCGACCCACAAACAACGCGTCGGCGTCCTCACACACAACCAACGCACGCGGTGGCAGCGTCTTCATCGCGGATAGCAACGCCGCGTTATCCCATGACGGATCAAATGAGAGTAAATGCACATCGCGCCGTGTAAACGTCGCAATGGCGTGCGCAACGGACGTCTTGCCATTGCCGGGCACGCCATGGAGCACAATGCAAAAGTGATAGCGCAAATTGCGCACAATGTACTCGTGCTCTGAAGAAACATAGTCCGTCAGACGATTTATGAGTGTGCTCTTGACTGCCGGATCCAACGCGATCGAGTTAAACGTTCGACCAAACTGCTTGTTGACAACAGGCCAGAAACCCGAGTTTTTATTGTAGCAGAGTACGCGCAACGGGCGGATTGCCTGCTGCTGCTCTGCTGAAATGTGGCTGCTGCCGTCGTTCAGAACAACAGACCGTGTGTAGCGGTTCAACACGGCAAACAAATGTGGAATACTGTCCGGATTTGTCACAAAGAGTGTCGTCTCCACCGACGGATCTGATGTGGTGGTGTGTGTATTCGCCCACTGCGTCTCAATGCCGTACTTGTGTCCATCCAGCGAAAAGACCAATTTCTGCATGTGCGCCCACCGACCCACCGCCTGTAGGTTCCGGACATGGTCGTACTCCATTTCAATCGTGGGAAACGCCTCCAATGGAAGGCGATCGCGCAAAAAATCAAACAGCGCATTGGCCATTCCTGTCAGTTTCCATGACAACACGACGACGTGCTCGGGCCGATCAGGCTCCTGCAGCGAGCACCGAATCGACTCATCCATTTTCAAGCAACGGATATATGTGATTTGGTCCTGTTGAGAGACAACATCATTTCCTGTTTTTGCACTAACATCCGTCATGTTCGTCTATATCAACAGTTACTGTGTACGTGTACTGTAACTAATATCGCTCATAAAACCGCGGGTCGTATAGACAACTCGAGATGAGCAATACTCGAGTTCATAACTATGGTGTTTTCTTGTACGTACCTAAGGTTGGGTATATACCCAGCGGTTGTACATGTACACATAGTGCACCCTGGTGACAAAAGTGTACACACTCTCTGTGTACACACACCTATCCGTGGTTGGGTGTACTTCCTGAGTCATTGATTGCGGTATTTGTTCGAAAACTCGAGTGGGTCAATGTCAGTTTTGGAGTCTCAAGAGCGGTCTATGGCGTACGATTACGTCACATGTGCGGAGGTCGTACACGACCCGCCCATGACAAATGTCCTCGTCATTCGAGCACCACAGAATACGGATCGTTGTTTCTGGGAAGTTGGATTTCGATCATCATCAGGCGCGTCATCGTCTGCGGGCGCTACGGCGGCGGAATTTTTCTTTGGTCGGCGTGGTGGACATGTTTACCTTCCCACAACAAAACAGGTATCGTCTGCTGCATCTGCCAGCGCACATGTGACACTGCGGGATTATATTCGCTTGGCAGATCTGTTTGATGAGATACGGGTGTATTTTGGGCCCTCCCATGCTTGGTTTGTGAATGTTGATGTTTCTTCCGAAATGAATTGTATCTACATGAACACGTCGGGTGTTGTCACACTCCAGTTGGTTGAACATAAGCGTCCATCTTCGCAGTCCCCTTTGGCACTAACATATAGCATTGTCGCATGTTAACAGAACAACCTCTGTATATGTAAGTTATAAAATTTATAGAAAAATATATAATATCTACATATAGAGTATATATAAGTATATTCTTGGGACTGGTGTGCGACCACAGCACTAACTCACTGGAAAAGCAAAAGCCTGCATGTGTGTGTGCCACAATGACGCACTCACAGGGGAAAGTGACCGACGCTCCAAAAATTCTGCAACGGGTTTCCAAAGCGCGACGAGTTCGGCAGTGTTGTGTTCCAATCCGTACGGAAATCCATCCGGCCAAAACATGCCATCGCTCGACTCCATCATTGTATCACCGCCATACGTAGCAGTAGTGTCATAATGTTGTTTGTCTGCTAAATCTACAGTGGTGCTGTCCTCCGTTGTCGTCACTGCCATTGGTAACTGTGCCGATTCACTGGGTTGTGCATCCTTCGTCGCCAATGGGGGCATAATAGGCTCTTCAAGTTGCTCATCCTCACTATTCGACGTTGTTATGGTCATCACCATGGCATTCTCATCAACGACAACACTATCCGTCTCATGGTGCGGCCGTACCGGCACATTCGTGACAATCAAACGAGGATTCTGCTGGACAGGTGCACGGCGCGATGAGCGCAAGCGAGAATAAAAGATAATTTCCTCGTCGCCGCTACTATTACTGGCATCGTCGTTGTCCTTACAGGTTGCCATTGTTATTCTGCTGTACTTGGGATGGCGACCGCGCTGCTTGGCTACGGCTGGATGGCAATGCGCCTCCTGTCCCTTTTCAATGCAATGTTTGCATGGCAATGCCTCATTGCAACGCAAATGTGCACGGCGGCAGGCAGTACATGCCATCGTCTTGATGCGCGGACGCCTGTAAACAACCACACAAGATGACGATTTCTTCGTCTTCTTCTTCTTCCTTGTCTGCTCTTGTAGATGCTGTTCACCGACTAGCGGCGGCAGCAGCAAAAGCGTGGTGGGACCCGCATGAGGCATCGTCAACATCGAGTCCATCGTGTTCTAATCTACACACACGTATGTGCGCAGTCATATAACTTCGGAGTACAGGAGTTGTGAGCACAAGGCGTATTCTCGAGAGTCTGGTTGTCTCGAGACTTTGTACAGCACAAGGCATGTATGTTCTATAAATACGTGTATATTCTTGTGTCTCTCGCAAGCGACACCCGAAAAAGAAGATACACACACACATACGAGATATGGAAGCGATAACGGTTGCGCCTAACAACAACGGTACTGCCCGCAATGCATTTAGCGGACATCCTCCCATCGTTGATATTGTGGCGTTGCGCACCTATTTGCGCGACCGGCGCAGCCCATCATCATGTACTCCATCAACGACCAACTCGGGTCTTCGTCGTCCGGAGAAGCCACCGCGACCCGTGGCGCTGAGTTCGACACACGTGATCTTCTCCTTTGAAGTGCGCGTACCTACTGGTATTGCAATGCGTCTAATGCGAACTACGCTGTCGCCGCCTGGCGTTGGTATCACCGAGTGCATGATCATGGGCATCTGTGTCGTGCCTATTCATGAACACGAACTAAGCGTTCTTACAGTCGCACTTGACACTGCTGAGACGGATATCCAGGAGGACGACGAGAAAAAACCACGCGCGCTGGAAGTTGTGGAGCGGCGCGCTCTGTTTCCTGCCGGCACAGAGGCATTTGTACGAACATTGGATTTGATGACGCTGCTTCCATACATCTCCAAAGCCATGTTTCATGGATGGATTACAGACTGACTGCTACTACTGCCGACGTTGGTAGAATTGTGTACATATATAAAAACTCGAGTTTTGTATATTGTTGGGATGCACACGTTGATACAATATACCGAAACGATGCATCGTTTCTGGGTATCTTGAAGACTGTTCTTTCAAAACCAGCGAGGGTTCCTTTTTCTCGTGCTTGTTTGTCCATTGTATTGTGTGGGGGCAAAACATTTGTTTCCGCTGCCACATGCGTGGGAGACAATGATGGAGGCACTGCCATCACCAAAGCGTCGCAAACTTGTTGAGACGGACAATTTTGGTGCGGTGCAGGATATTGAATCGCACCGACAACGTGTGCAAGATGCATTGGATGCGTCGACTGCATTAGAGTATCGCAATCAATATGGGCAGTACCCAACACCTCTGGCTCTTGGCATCCAAGTTGCAAAGGCCAGTTTGGCGTACTATTCCACTCTGACACAGCACGCACATGACCCGATTCGCCTATTAGACCCATCGTGCGGCACTGGTGCACTCATATCCGCGACTCTGCTCGCATCTAATCAGCCTGATACTGATAGTGCTGACCCAAACTATGTCGTCGAGTCGTGTGTGGGGTACGAATACGACGCGCGAGTGGCCGGACACGCGCAGCAGATTTGGTTCCCCATCAACGTGGTGCGCGTCCATCACGCCAATTTCACCGAGCTTCTACAACAACAACCAGAGCCACTGACGACGACAACAACAACAGCACCTAGCGTCTCTCGGCGCGCGAATTTTATCATGGCCAACCCTCCGTATGTTCGGCATCGCCATCTATCGTTGGCCGAGAAGGATCGTTTGCAGGCACTGGCGTCGCAACAATCGGGTGGTATTGTTTGCAGCAAGACCGCAGGACTGCACTGTTACTTTTTGTTGCTCACTCACGCGCACATGGCGCCGGACGCGGTTGCAGCGTGGATTCTGCCGGGAGAGTTTATGTCGGTCAATTATGGATCGGCGATGCGCAAGTACTTGACCTCAAAAGTAACACTTTTGCGACTGCACTATTTTGACACGGCGGATGCGCAGTTCTGTGACGCGCTTGTCTCCACCGTTATCGTGTGGTTTGTCAATCGTCCAGTACCAACCGATGCCGCCTGTGTCGACTGTACCGCGGGTGGGAGTATTGAGGCGCCCACCCGGCACCGGAAAGTGCCTGTCGTGGACTTGCACGCGCGGTGTGAGCAAAAGTGGAACGAATTCTTTCTTCCCGCAGCAACGACGACGGCGTGTAGTAGTAGTGTCTCGGAAAAGACGACGACCGTAGGTACACATGATGACGAGACTGCTGCTACTGATGTGGCCACTGCCACCGCGGTCACGGGGTTTGATCCGGACATGATGCTGCGCTGTTCACCGGCGGCGTCCTCCGTATTGCAGGAGCAACCTCCTCCACAGTCTGAACGTTTACTTGACGAGGATGATGAGGACGTCACCGTGGTGCGCCTGGGTGATTTGGTTGACATTAAGCGCGGTATCGCCACGGGCAATGACAAGTTTTTCATCATGAACCCCACGGAGGCGTCACAGCGTAATTTGCCCCCACAATTTTTGCGCCCACTATTGCCCAACTCGCCGCTCGTAAACGCAGCGACGGATGAGGTCCCCGTTACCATACAACACAATCGCCTTTTATTGGACTGTACGCTCCCCCTCGAAGACATACGGCGCGATTATCCGACACTGGCCGCCTACTTGGACATGGGCGTCGCAGACAATGTTCCGGAAGGCTATCTATGTTCTAAGCGCCGCCCGTGGTATCGTCAAGAAGTTCGTGATGCCCCGATGATCGTCATTAACAGTCGCGGTCGCGAAACAAAGCAGCGATCATCACCGTTCCGTGTCATCCGAAACCGATCCACCGCCATTGCGTCGTCTCACTACTTGCAACTTACCGCGGCGGCGAATGCGGCAATTCCATCGTGGACGGATGCAGACATGGACACGTTATGGCGATTGCTACGCGGTATCCCTGTGCATCAATTTTTGACCCACGCACGTCCGTATGGTGGCGGGTTGTATGATTTGAAACCAAAGGATCTTGCACAGGTTCCAATTGCAATTCCAAAGCGGTTCCTGGCATATATAAAAAGTGAGGAGACGTAACAATGTATATATACTTGATACATACATTACATGCAAACATGTCATCAAAGACTCTGTATATTATAGTTGATCAATCCGGGGGTGGGGCTGTTGCGTAGTAACAGTATGGTGCGACGTTGGTTGGCGGTGGCACCGCACCTGGGTTCGTAGTCATCATCATGGGTACCATCATCGTGTATGGTGATCCTGGTGACTGTTGCTGTGGGTCGGCGGGTGCAACTGTCATCGTGGGTGATGACATGGTCCAATATACTGGAGGTTGCGAAGGCTGGTACTGAATGGGATGCGTGTACACACTGGTTTGTCTTCTTCTTTGCCCTTCTTCAATGTCACTCGTATCGTTATATGCCGTCGTGGCTGTGGATGAACTTTCTTCCCCCTTTTTGAGGCAGCAGAGGGATGCAATAAGGAGCGCTATTATTATTGCGCCGCCGCTACAGAGCCCAATCAAAACACCCTCAGGGACCATCGTGGTGTGATGTTTTCGCAGGACTTTGTCTCTTTCTCTTAGTGTTGGGGTGTGTTTACTACTACAACTACAATGTAATGATTTCCCTCTCCCCGTCCATGCATGACACACAGGAATCATTATTATTCATTCCATTTGGCCGCCGACTTTGTAGTCATCGACAAAGCAGACGACGAGGTTGGTGTCGATGGGATTGCGTACGTAGTGTGCTCGAACAGTGTGCAGCCGCTGATGTACGCGACACTCGTACGTCTCCTCGTGGACCCATTCGCCACCTGGGTAGTCCCAATACTTGTCATAATAAGATGGAACACGACTGGCCCGACGACTTTTGACACGTTGAACACAATCCTCCAGGAGTGCTTGCTCCGTTCTGGCACATGCAAGTCGCCAGCGTTGCCGTTGGTGTCCTCGTCGCCCCATATCTAGAAAGAAGGGTGCACTAGATTTCTGGTGGGCAAAGGTGTCGTGGACAACATCTCTGTGCAAGAGGTGGACATGTTTGTAATAAACTCGAGTGCGTGTATTATACAATAATTTTTTCAATGACAAGCGAACACACGCCTCCTGTGGGTGATCCACGTTGGTGGCCTGCACTGCCTTTCGCCGACCTTGCGGACGACCCTGTGAATGTTGTCTCAGGGACGCGGCGGCGCGCAAAGTGAAATACACGTACGACGGCATCTGGCTCCCACTGTGCCATGGCATCACAACACGAAGGTAAACTGCGGTGTAATGTGGCCGTGTCCTGCAACGTGCTTTCGTCGTACTGCGAAGAGGCAAACTCCGACGCCGCGGCCTCCTTAACCGACACAAACGCTTGCTGATCATACATGTACGCATGTACTTCACCGGGACGGGCATGTTGGGCCATCATCATCAAATAGTCGCGTTGGATGAGACTCCACATGTTGGGAGAGACGAGTGCCGCATCCGCACAGTAGCGAACTCGGTCATGATGGGGTCCGGCGTCACCTGATACAAAAATTGGTTTGCCCAGATGTAATGTTATTTTGAACGCCTGTCGTTGGTGAAACGCGAGAAATGGCCCAATGTCGCGAATGAGGTCGCTCAATTTTGAGCGCATCGCCAAAACCTGCGCCAATTGGTCAGACTCTTTGCAAGCCGCGTCAATGCGTTCATAATCCATCGAAGGACCATCCATTCGATTGCGAAAGTCCGTAATCGCGGTTGCCGTATCGGATTGCTTTTGCGCCATGTGAGTGTCGTCCTTTTGTCTGCTACGGGTTGTACAAAATACGATATGAGAACTGCCAAAAGCCCTCTTTGAATGATTGTGTGTGTGTGTGATGGACGCGTCGTGGTAGAGACCAACACAGACTCGAGACACATTTCTCGAGACTGTGTTGGCGTTGCGCGTGCTGTTGACACCACCATCTTGGTATATATTGTGTATGTATTAGTGTACGTGGTGTTACTGGCGGATGATATTTATTTAATCTCACCAATGTCAACAACAACGGTTGTTGGTGATGGTGATGATTCTGCGGTCGTCATGGATTCTATTTTGCACAAGTGGTTTACACAAGATCCGACGCAGTATTCCCCGCCCATTTCCTTTTCGGTGACGACGTCGGCGATAGATATTGCGGATCCGAGCTATCCACCGGAAACTTGGCACGCAGCGCGACATGTACCGGCTCACGATGGCGAATGGCATGCGCGCTGCTTAAGATTGCCCAACACAGGTCGTAACGCTATCTTGGAAGCCTGGCACGTGTCCGCATTTAACATTTCAATGCGGAATATGAGACTGCATGAACTTCGCTGCCTCTCAGACCACATTGGTGTTGACTCGGGTTTGTGCGCGATTGCGGACAGCAGTCGTCTGAGTCTGTGGGAACCGCAGCATGATATTGTTGTATCGAGCACTGCGCCCGATGCCACGCAACCGCAGGAAGGACAGGTTTTTGCCATTCGTTTGCCAGAAGGTAAGGAACGGAATGTGGATATGCGCGACGATTCTAACAACACGGTGGCGTCCGCGGCAGTCGTCGGGGTCTGTGCCACAAGCGGTGTCGGGGATGGTATGTACGACGCGTGGGGGATCTTTGCCACGCCAAACAGGGCCGCCGACGTTACAGCGAATGATATGACACAAGAGAACAGGGTTGTCTATATTTGCGTCGACTTTTATGTTGCCGAGTAGATAGATACAGAGAGAGACATCTATTGTCTCGCGGTATATGGCACTTTCAATTGTATTTTTCGCTGTCTCTACGATGTATGTATACTTTGTAATATATATTTGTGTATGCCAATAGGGTGCACTTATCATACATGTTCGCTTCCTCTCAGGGATGTTCGTTGGTTCGACGACCGAAAAAAAGTGAATAAGTGTATGTATAATATATAACAAAAGCGGCGACTATTACCACTTTCGTGTGTTCTTGTCCCCTTGCTTCTGTGATCGTGTTCGTCTACACATCCACATATCTAATTCCCCTTTCTCCCACACGCACATCTCAAAATGAGCGAGACACCATGCAACGTTACGGCGGGCTGTGAGCCTTGCACTTTGCCCTCCGAGTCCGGATGTAATTACGTCAAGTGCACCAAGGAGACACGCAACCAAGTGCGCGTGTACGATCATTTGCACACTGTTGAGGAGCACATTCTCCATCAGCCCAAGTGCAAGATCCAGTACGTCGCCGTTCACCACCAGGCGCCCTGTCAGAAGGTTGTCGTGGGTTGTCCCTGTGTGTGCCCTGAGTCGCAGGACGGGTTCGTGCGCGAGAGTTGCAACCGTCCCTGTGGAGCGGTTCCAGTTGTCGCCGCCGCACCTGCCGTTGCCACCGCCGAGGTCCAGGTTTCTGGCGCCGGCGCCGCGCATATTAGCGCCGAGGCTATTGCCGCCGCGGCTGCGCCTCAACAGCAGTTTGTTGCGGCCTCCGCCCCCGTGACACAATTTATTTCTGCCGCCCCTGCTGTGCCCGCCGTGCAGTACATTACTGTGCCTGCGCCTCAACAGCAGTACGTCGCCGCTCCTGCTGCTTCACCCAAGGTAGTCCAGGTTGCTTCCAACCCCAGCACCGGATTTGGCTACCGTTTCGTGCCTGCGGGTATGTAATGTATGTCTGTAACGACACTCGACCGATACTCTGTACACGTACACCCATTAAATGACACTCGTATTATTACTGCCTATTATTATTTTTCGTATCTACATTGGGGAGGGTGAGAAAACAAATATATGCACACATTGTTTTACCAGTGGACAGTAATTGTTTCATCACCATGTTTGCTTTCGATTCGTGCAAACTCGACATGAAAGTATTTCTCGCGCTTTTCCAGTCGATATATGAGTTCGTTGACCTCTCCATCGTCGAGGCCACTCGGGTTATCGTAATCTCCGAAATCAATGCGGAGAAGCACTTCGTCTTCGTCGTCCCACTTCGCCAATTTCGGAGCCACTTTGTCACGGTAGAAGGCTTTGAACGTGTTGTAGGATGCTAATCTTGTTGACGTGGCACATTCCACATCTGCACTTTTGCAAAACGTAAAAGTTGCCTGGCGATCCTGCCAGTGACCCGAACCTGCTCCGCATGCTTCGTCCCGAATCTGGTTCGATATATAATCGAAATATGCGTTCAGAAGACGTTGATGCATACGACCGCTGGCATCGTAGGTCCTGGCACGGTAGTAGCACCCTCGTGCCAAGTCGCCACCACCAGGCTTATTCCCTGATTTTTGTAAGCCGGCGCTGTCTTGTTTGGAGGGTTCCATCCTCGAAAACACACATACACGCACAGTGAGTACGTTTCTATATAAATTCTGCGAGCGCACATATCTCATATTGTATATGCGTATGAGATACGTTTTAAGCACCTCGAGTTGGATTTAGAAAAAGGACCTATTTCTGGCATGTCACACCTCTGTATATTTCTGTTCATGTAGTTGAGGTGGCCCATAAATATTAGCCGCCTGAGATTCAGCGCGGCGCGCACTACACGACATACATGATGGCGCAAGTTCGGCAACTGGTACCTGTTATTACGGGAGAATCATACGATAGTTCCTATCACCTGGTGAGTCCAGTCGATGATGTTGTCTGTGTCAAACCATCTTGTATTCCAAGCGCGGGCATGGGTCTCGTTGCCTCAGTCTTCATACCCGCGCACACCATTCTTGGCGCGTACTCAGACGTCGTAGTGACGACGAGAAACGTATCTACATGTAATGGTCTTTCTCCCAAAACATGCAACTACATTCGCCGTCATCTATACCAGACCGCGGCCGGGGTATGTGTCGTCCCGAGCCAACGCAATATGCTTCGATACATTAACGATGCCGTGGATGTGCAACAATTGGTGCGACAACCTACCAAATCCTTGCAAACAGAGTATTATTTCTCACCCACCTCAGAGGACACTGCGAGCCATTCCCGCACGTACAATGTGGACTGGTTAGAACGAGGCGATCGCGATGTTTACGTCATTACATCGCGTGATATTGATGCAGGTGACGAATTGTTTATTATGTACGGAGACGAGTACTGGCATCGAAAACATCACCACCGACAGTAATATTGATTGTCCCTCAGACACCTGCCTTATTCAGCAACAAATCAAACAACAGAAAAATAAAGAAACATATATCCTGTTGGTGCAACTCGAGTTTTATGAGTGTGTGCACAGGGTGGTAGTGATTTCACCAGCAATCATATTGACAGACACCCGCACACACATAGCATACAATATCTATCATGGTAGACGAGTGTGTCGTATTCCAAATTGTTCTTTACAATGTCGACATTCTGTCCTCCGAATGCATGTGGCACTCCTTGCGACGCGTGAATCGCAGTTGTGCGCGGGCGCTGCAGTGTCAGCCGTATGTTGGTCTACTCCCATCGGCACGATATCCAGTTCAATGTATTTGCTGGTTAGGTGTCGATCCGACAACACTGCATGTTGCCTATATCTGCGCCCCGTCGTGGCGTCACATGCTGACCCTGTGCATGTTTCGCGACGCACTGCGCAATGTACAAAAGGATGTAGACGCCATCATTCGGTACATGGAGCAAGTGCCTGAGAGGGAAACGGTAACGAGTTTTTGGTCGCTGTTTACACCCAAACGACTCCATATTGTTACATCTGTATCACGCGATGTCACACCCGAGTACATGGACACGCTGCCCATGCAATGGCTGCAAAATATTCCGCGCTCGATCATCGATGACACTGAGACACATAGAGCAGACCGTGTGTCATTCCGCGGGGTGCGGCTATTTGTCATAGCTAGTTTTGATGCACCAAGGATGCCCGTTCCCGGTTCTACAAACAGGGTGTTCTGTGGTCCCGTCTATTATGGAACCAGGCACTGCGGGCACTCTCGGTCGAGTCCATGGAACGTCGCACCAGTGCCACCGCCCGAGTATATACCCGACTGTAGCATGCGACAGGCCATCTATGCAGCCTACGTATATTTGTGCCGCATCGCGCACTGGCGCACGTACACCACTGTGCGCGACCACCCGCGGGTAGGTATGACAGAAGCAGCGTACACGTTTGTCATTGCCGAATACACGCGCCTGTACCACTCCGAATGGTTGCCTCGTGTCATGGATGTAGAGAATCATCTGTTGCAGCGAACGCAAGAAGGAGTACCAGAGACGGCCGTCTTTCCGTTGCTTGCAGAGGACTCTCGCGAATGTGACTTTACTTTCAAGATTCGTACAGACGGGAAACCACACGAACGAGCAGATCATGGTGGATTAATCTCCGTAAATCCAATGATTGTATTATAGAGGAGCCGCCGGAATCATCATCGCGGGTGGAACGACATATCCGTACGACGGCATATCCAATGGTTGTTGCTGCTGCTGCACCAACACACCAGAGTGTGGTGGTACCATGGATACAATCATGTAAGGTGTTCCTGATGGAGCCCATGTACTGTTTATATAGGACGGCGCTGTCGTCATCATTGTTTCGTCGTTACCGGTTGTCGTAGATGACTCGTGACAGCGTTTGCTGCACACCATGAGCGTGCAACATATAACGATACCTCCCATCCCAAGCGCCACAGCCACGAGCGCGGCAACGAGATCGATCATACTTGGCTTACTAAAACAGAGTAGTGATTCTTTTTTGTGTGTGTCTGTTACTCTAGCACGTCTGGCACTTAGATTTGCTCACACCACGAAGGAGTTACACAACCAACGATCGGGCGATCGATCGCTTTGACCAGTATAGTTGTGCTATTTGAATTATCACGCGGTAGTTTCGATAACTGCATCAAGGCACATCCATGAATAATACCGAGATAAGCAACTCGAGGTGAGGGCTCCGATTTTCGCATAATAACACATACCCACTGTATCTAGCACCATACTACTTATTTTTTACGCCGCACAATTCAAGTCTCCTCTCTTGCTCTACACACAAAAACCATCATCATGGCACACGTACCAAGCGATGAGTTTGTGTTGGCAATGTGCCTCTTGTTTCTCGCGTTAAGCACAGTGTTGGTGCTGGTAAGTTTCTCGGCCCTGAATCGACGTGCCTCATCGTGGGCTATATTTCTCGTTGTTGCGTACTTTATTGTTTTCTGCACCGTTGATCATGAGCCATTGGTGCAGTCCGACACATACAGTATGTATATTTTCCTGGCGACCGACATTCCAGGCATCACTGCCATTATCGCAGCAATCTGGATTGGAGCGCATCGTAATAACGCATGGCAGGTGGTTGTATTCCTTATTTTTGCATTGTTCACGCTACGATTCCCAACGAACGGCACAACTGCTTCTTCTTCGACGGCGCACATTCCTGCTGTAAACGGAACGACTGTATAGTGTAATAATATATATACATTTCTGATTACAAACTGAGCAATTTCTCCAACTCTGCCGTACTGAGAGAGGCCTTATTGTTCAACATCTCCATGGTCGCGTCCTCGTCCAAATGGAGCGCCGTAGTGTCACGTAATGCGTGATGTCCAATCAGTTTCTTTCGCTGTTGGATGGCCAATACTTTATCTTCCATACTTCCCGTGCTATAGTACGTGATCATAGTGACCGGGCGTTTCTGACCGAAACGATTGACACGATCGAGTGCTTGCTGCTCCAACGCCGTGTTCCACCACAGATCCATCAACACGACATAGTTGGCCGCCTGCAGATTGAGCCCGACACCACCGGCACCGAGCGACGCGAGCATAATGCGGGTCGTTGACTTGTGCGAGAAGGCGTCGATACGTTGCGCGCGATTCTCCGCACTCGTCTGCCCATCCAAGCGCACGACGGCACCCGACAACTCGGGCAACTGCTGCTGAATAGACGCCTCCACGAGATTCAGCATCTGTACAAATTGAGAAAAGACAACAATCTTATTGTCGGCAGAAGCGTCCATGATCTGGCGCAGATCGCGCATAAAGGCCTGTAGTTTGTTACTCCCCGCGCTCCATTGACTGGGTGCCTGTAACAAACGAACGCGACGCTCACGCGACACGTCCTTCTGTAGCGCTTCGCGTAGCGCGATGGTGGTGAGCGTGCGCGTGGCATCCTCAGCAGCAATCGAGTGTGTGGTGGTTGTTGTTCGCGGCGCCGTTGACTTTGCATTGGCCATCGTCAAGACCCCCTGCATCAAGTCTTCCAGCACATCCTGTCGTGTCTCCTTGCCGTGCAAGGGTAAGACAGCATGATTCGCCACTTGTTGCATCATCTTAACCAGTCGCAACAGCACCGAGTGATATTCCAATTCATTAATCTCATGCCGATTGCGTCGCATGCGTGCCTCCTCGGCCTCTTCTGCTGTAATTTCGCAAATGGTAGCTTGCACGATGACTTGCGCCGGAGTAAGCGGTAGCGGGTTCACAACGCGCGTCACGGGTGGTAACGTCATCAACTGAGCACCGTCGGCAAGTTTCGAGTCCTTGCGCCGACGAATCATCACACTGTAAGCAAGAGCAACACATTCCTCTTGATGAGACGGGAACAGGCAATTGGGTTTTCTTGGCACAGGCGACGAATATATCGAAATATGTGTAACCGTACCTATCAATCAACGTGTACAAGTTGGCAAAGGAGACAAACCCGCGTGGGCTGATCTCCGTTGTCCACTGCCGGCGCTTGCAATAATTGGGCACCTTAAGAAACTTGACCAAGGCGTACAAATCGTCCAGACTGTTCTGGATCGGTGTACCTGTCAGACACAGGCGCAGACCCGACGATTCCAACCTCGCACACGCTGCTGCACGCCCACACTGGTCATTTTTGATATTGTGCGCCTCGTCCAAGACAATAGACGACCAGCACGTGTCAAAATAGGGACACTGCCCTTCGGTGCCCCGAATGCGCACCCATTGGTTCTTCTTCAGGGTTCGATCCTCCTCCACAGTCACCCAATCGTAGACACGGCGAAACGCTGAAAATACCTGATTGTACGACACGACAACGATCAAGGGCGCCTGGAGGGAAAGAAACCGCACAGAAACACAAGACCCTGTCAGAAAAAGGAAGAGGGTCGCGCGGAAGAAATCATGCATATCATAAGTACGAACATCACTAGCTTTGCGCTGCTGCAACTTCTGTTGGAAATCCTTGTTCGTTTTGACCGAAACACCCACCATGCGCCGGTTGTCAACGTGCTGCTTGATCTCGGTGAGCCAATTTGCAATCGTACTCTTCGGACACACCACAAGGGAGGGTGCAACGGATGAAGAAGAAGAGTTCTTCTTCGCATCCACCGGACCAGCACTGCCAGCAGTCGCAGCAGCACGTGTGTCCATCTCGCCTTTGTAGCGCTCTGCTAGAATAGACAATGTTTGAATGGTTTTGCCCAATCCCATATCGTCGGCCAAGATAGCACACGTTTTGTCGCGCGCCCATTGCACGCCTTGCAACTGATGTGGGAGCAGGGCCGTCTTAATCCACACAGGTTGCTCGCAGGGTGGCAACTGCTGCAATCGCTTCTCGCTGTCGTCGATATACTTCTTCATCTTGCGCATGTCGTACTGGGAGTACAAATAATTAGTGCGCCGGGAGCGTGCCTGCAAGCGCTTGCGTTTCTTTGACACCAACGGAGTGCCCCGCTTTGGCGTGTCGTCCTCATCGACGTCCATATCATCATCACCACCATCAAACGCGTCATCGTCATCGGCATTTTCCAGGTTGTTTTTGGCATGTCCTGTGTGCGCGCGTACAGATCCACGCGTCAGAATAATCACAAAAGAAAAGAACCACAAAATAACTAACAACAAACCTTTACGGAGGTAATTTGCAAAAGACGACAATACGGGCACCGCCGGTTTCGTTGCCAATACAACCACCTCCTGCCCGTCATCATCGGCACCAAAAAAACTGTCACCAACATCCTCAAACTCAAACGAGTCATCTTCAATTGGATCTGCTGTGGATGATGCAACAAACTCGGCATTTTCACCTGTGCGTCGACGTTTGTTCATCGCCCACGTTTGCTCCGGTGGTTCCACGTCCGCAGAAGAAGAATGAAAAGATAAAGGACACTGCATGTTGCGCAAAGAGATAGAAATTACAATATATAAATACACAGCAAAAACACACGCGAGGGCGTGACGGACATCTCGAGAACGCGAGCGCTGCGCTGCGCGTCCAATGTTCTCGAGATGTTGCTCAGTCAAACTGATCTGCCGATTCACAATAGATCCGCCCGCACATAATCCCCCACTGACAGGGACGATTCTTACGGATCAGGTCGTCCACCGTCACTGTCGTTTCGCCGTTATTTGTTAACAACGGCCATACCTGCTCCCATGCCATCGTACCCACATCACTGTCATCCTCGTCGCGTCGAAATGTAATAACACTTGGCCACTCGCGTTGTAAGGTTTGAAAGACGCACTGAATGTCACTCATGCGCGTATCGTGACACGAACACGAGTTCTCGGGCTGTTTCCACACCTGCACCAAATCATCTAGCAGCGAATTCTCCGTACACACATGTCGGTCAATGTGTCGTTGCCGCGAATATAAAAGCGCATCGAGCACATCACTTGACATGGTCTTTTGTGCCATTCTCTGCGTGGCAGGATTCGCAAAAAAGAATCCGAGTGCGCTTGCACAGTCGCGTGCCGGTGGCAAGGTCACCGTCACCGAGCTCGTGATCGTGACAGTGCGCATGTCGTCTGCTGCCTCCGGGGCCAGACATTCCAGAAGCGATGCCGCATTGTGGGGCAACGCAGTATCCACGATGTCGTCTGCCGCACTCTTCTCAAAGACGCCATGCTTCGCACGCGCGAGTAGCCGGTCATGCAGTGCACACAGGCGATCATACACCGAATCTGGGATCCATGCACGAGGTAGTTTCTGCACCACCTGCGTGAAAAATTGGCGATAATTAAAGTAGAATAGGTGCCCAGCAGACACCTTTCCAAGATTGACACCATGTAGACCCAACGGCGGACAGTCCAGCAGTAAACACCACCCCATGTGTAGGAGACGACAGATGAGACACTGTGCTAGCTACTGAACCCAAACTCTTGGTCCCGGTATGAAGACACACCACTCTTTGTTATAAAATACACTCGAGTCCTCTGTAACTCGAGTTGCACATTGTGGTCCAAACACACCAGAAGGTTCTTTCAATCTACTTGTTTCGACCATATCACATACGTACAGGACATATACATGGAGGAAGACAGTGCAACGACAGCAGCCACATGCTGCCCTGTGTGCCAACGCAACTTACCCGATCACACGAGTACGGCGGATCACTTTGTTGCAAGTCCGCGGTGCCGCAAGGTGTATGTGGGTTGGATCGACAGAGATAAGATTCCCGTTCCTACAGATGCAGCGCTCCGGATGGCGCTGGATGTGACGCGAGATTGGGATACCTGTGCGGCCGAAAAGAAGCGCGCACAACGATGCATGCAGGAAGGGGTAATGCGGTAATCATATGTATCTCTCTAGGATCCTTTTTTCCACGCGTAAACAGTGGGAAAAAGACTGACACATGAAAGTCTCGAGATGTTAAGCCACTCGAGATATGTCCATGTCGTTCGACCCGCAGACACAACCCATGTGTCAGGACTGTGTTTCAACACACAACACGACTTGTGTCTCTCTGTTCTTTCTCTGATTTTGTGTACTCTGTGTTTTCGAAGGCATACAATGTCTGCCATCATCTCGGATCATGTGCGAGGAATTATCGGAGACGACAACAAGTTCTCGATTGATGTGACTCGTGTGCGAAGCGTGGACAAGTACGTCACTGAGGATGATGCACTCCGTGACATCCCATCCATCACGACACTCACCCTGGCGGATACCGAGCACTTTCTCGTTTGGTGGTATAAATTCGAGTCACTGGACGACTTGCTTCGCCATTGTGATGGCAAGATTACTGAGTGGAATGCATGGGTGAGCGCCGTTCATGCTGAATTTGCAATGCGTTGCAACGACCTATTGTTCAAGTGAGCTCAAGTGTCATTGCGCGCGCATGTGTTTGTAGAGAAAAAAAATATATATATACTCTATGTTTTATACAATCTACACCAATAGTAGGATGAATATACACACTCGTGTGCACAAACTCTTTCATTCTAGTCACTCTCGTCATTCGAACGAAGCGCCGGCTGTTCTTCGTCGACATCATCGTCATAGAATGAAGCCTCCTCGTGCTCCCTCTGTCTGCGCTCCAAAACACCTAGATCCTTACGACAACACTTCCAGCACTGGTATGCACTCAAGCAAACACAGTTGATGATGACGATACCGAGTGTAATCATCAACTCCACCATCAGCCCAATGCCGACCGCTCCTGCATCCGTGAAGGTCGACACTGGCACCTTACTTACAAATCGACTAGCCGCCACTCCCAACAACGGTACGAGAAACAGTGCATGAAGCACACTTGCAATTATCAAAAGTACCGACACTCCAACAGAGACCATCGACAACGACCTGTAAATTGTGTCGTACACACCGTGCCAACAGGAGAGCGGCCACACAATACCCCCAATCATGAGAAACGCGAGCCATGACGCAAACACCCACATGAGCAATGCGACAAGCCCAATCCGCATATATTCTTGAAGTACCTGAAACCACTGCACATGTAGAGTTTCACCCGGTCCAATGCCAAACAACGGGCCAACACAAAGCCCAACAGCCGTCGATACAAGCGCTAGTACAAATAGCCCAACGGGCATCATCACCAAGAAAGTCAACACGCTCGAAAGCACTGTCCGGGCATACCACGGTTGTGTTGGGTCATAGTGTTTCTCACAACACCAGTAGCGCAATAACTGAAACAGGCGTGTCATCGTGTGCGAGTATTTACCTCTGGCACGAAAGGACCCTCTGAAAACTGGTTTATTTGTTTACACACACACACGCACTGTAAGTTGGCTAAAAAATAAAAGTTGCACTGGTACAGATCACGTGCCCATAGCTCGAGTGGGCGTACATGCTGTCGCTGTAGTAAGCGACCCATTAGTAGATTGTCGTTTCTATGTCAAGACTGCCGGCGGGCTAAATGGCGCTGGCGTCGAGAACCCGTTTGACAATAGTAATCGCCGCTGCAACATCGGATACGTCATTGCCGAGCGCTAGACCTCCTTCCCGTGTGGTAACGAGTATTCCATCATCGCAAATATCCACAGCGGCCCAACGTCCAACCTGGTTATAATGCCAAGTGAGCAAAATAGAATTGGACTCGTCAAAGTCGCGGCCATCCACAAACTCATACGCAGGGCAGTCCAAACCATTCGCCATAATACACTTCGCAAACTCTTGCGCGTTCGAGTACACCATCACAGGCCAGTCCGTGGCGCGAGAGGCAAGAAAGGCAGACAGATCGGGGAGAGATGCAGTTCTGGAAGTCATTGTGCCGGGCTGGAGACTCGACAAGTTGGATGGCCGGGTTTCACGCCAATGAGCGAGAGCCACAATGCTATGCTGAAAAGATCGAGATAGATCTCGAGATAAAATGAGCAATCTTGTGCTTCTTTGAGCAGCGTCAACTCAATATACTGTTCATGCAAACAAGTGCACTTGGTGCAATGAGCGATGATTCGTTTGAGTACGAGTCTCTCCCCGCGTATGTGTGGGCACAGTACTACAAAGATAGTTTTGAAAAATTTAGACTGATGACAGACTCTTCGCCGACCGAATGCGACGGAGTAACGTTTGAAGGACCCATCCTAAAGTTGGCATCATCCGAACACTACGGCGAAGCCTCCACCATTATTGAGCAAATCAATGTGTTGATGAAACAACTCAAACTGCTTGAAACAAAGCAATAGAAGTCCAATGTACATCTGGTCTAATATATTTGTTTGAGCAAACTGGAGACATATATGCAACTCTATATATTCATGTGCGACGCCTGGTGCGATAAGATTGTACATACATATACACCGAACAATCTTCGGTAACAAAGACACGTGTTGCTTGTCCCACAGTAAGCAGTCGTTCACTAGGCGACCACGCAATATAAACATCTGACACCTCCTCTGAAGGTGCCATCTCGTCCAAAAACACAAGTACCCAGTCCGCAAGGCGTGTGTTCCGAGGAACAATATATGCCATCTCCGCCACAACTGTATCGTCTGTTGTACTGCGGAACAGTTTGAATCGCGCTACAATAGTATCACTTTTGCGCGTCAAGCATCGAGGAATACACTCCAGTTCAATGCCTTGACTCATCTGGTTGTAGATACTGCTATTCCCTTTCGTAGTTGCATATATGGGTAGACACAATAAAACGTAAATATGTAATTTTCCATGTCCATTGCATGGTGCCAAACACACACGTTGCCTTTGATCTGTTCATGAACGAATCTATGGATTTGCCATGGGATATCTGGGGTGAAATCGTATGCACGTTGGCGACGTCCGAATGTGCACGCCTGGCGCTTGTGAGTACATATTTCCGGTGCTTTGTGTGGCCGCACATCACAACCGTGGCAGTCAATTCCAGTTCTGTCAATTCTGTATTTTGTCAACTCGTGCGATATGGATACACTCGCTTGTCCGCACTGTGTCTTGATGACTGTGTGCCACCGGATACACACGACACACACATCATTCTCGATCAACTAACATCATTTGAGTGGAATTTGATACATTTATGTCCGGGGCAAGTGTATGGCTTTGGAACAACTTTGCGCACCAATACGGAGCGCCGGTGGGATATTTTGTCTCATACAACATGGCCATCTCATTCAGACACCTCAGGTCATTGTTATTGTGATTATTGCGACGACCGTGTTCAAGATATTATGGATACAGCGACCCGGTGCCGATGGCACCTTCATTTAAACCCGCGTCGTTTACAGTCCTTGAAGATACACGTCGATTCGGCCGACTGCGTCTGTGCGAGGTCCATTATCATGCACATCATGTTCACGCCCAGTGCGGGGGCACCACTTCAATTTCCGCAACTTGGAACGCTGGATTTATGCTTCGGTAGTGATAATGTTTGCGCTCATTGTGATTGGTTCTTCAAGAAGGACCGGTCGCGCCAGCGCACAGAAGAAAACAAGCAGGCATACTCCCAGCGCGCCATTGACAACGGAATGCTCCATCTCCGGGGTATTTATTTCGGGCTCGCGAACATGCCGTTGCTACGATTACTTCGCATCGGTGGTTCTTACTGGATCCTCACCCATCTGATTGAGTATATTTCCAAAGTGCAGCAGAAAGTGCCGCAACGCATTCGGGTAGAGTTACACAACATACATATCATGTACATGTGGGATTATTGGCGTAGAGATGATGAGGAGGATCAACCCGCGTTTAGCATCTGGGCGAATGCCTTTTGTGTTTACGATTCGAACAAAGCCAATCCGGTGGTTGTGTGTGAGAAGGTGCAACAGTGGCTGCACGATAATTTCAGGTTGTCATCAGATCAAGTCTTCTTGCGCAAACGAAAAACATCACCTCCCACCGGTTTGGTGAATGCAATTACGAAGAAATTTCAACAGAACCACAAGAACAAAACAAAAGAGGATGGACATTGTGAAGCAGAAGATGATGATAATCATAGGAAGCAGGATGATTTTCAAAACTAGGATATTATTATTATCACTCGAGACGAAATGCCGCGGTTCTTCGCAGACTCCCTCGTTTTACCGTTATGTGTCTGTCGTATTCACTTTTACGTCGTGTTCCATATTCGTCATCAGTCGCCCAGTAAGGAGAAGCAAGTATGATTCGCCGAGCCATTCGCAGCGATGCACCTCAGGTATTTTCGGTTTACCAGCGCACTGCAGCGATGCCTGGTGGTCTCGCGCGACACCCTTCGGAAGTAACCCACGGTTTGGTTCGAAACATGCTGCGCGCCACGCGCAAGGGTGCCGCAGTGACCTTTGTCGCCACCCGACCTCACGTCTGGCCCATCTCTGCAAAACCGATGCTCCAGACACGCATTGTCGTGCCCTCCTCACCAACCACAACGGGGGAGCAACCTTCTCCCAATGGCACCAAAAGTAGTAGCATCATCGTACAACCTTCGGCGCCTACTATTGCAGCAGTTGCTGACGCGAGTAACAACGGACAGGGCCCTTTGTTGCACGATTCGGCCATTGTTGGCTTCATTACAGGCGAACGCTCCACCGTGAGAGCGTACCAGCACGTCTTGCAAAACGTTGCCGTCGCTGTGCATCCTGCCTACCATGGCCAGGGCTGGGGTACCTTGCTTGTGGAGAATTTGCTAGGCAACATTGCACAGTGGCATCCCGACATTGCACGGGTCGAACTGTCTGTGCTTGCGTCCAACGACCGCGCCGTTTCTCTCTATCGTCGGCATGGTTTCAATCGCGAAGGCATTCGTTTCTACCAATGCTTCAACCGCAAGGTCGGCCGGCCCGATCACGTTGAAAATTACGTCTGGTTTAATCCGGAGTACTCTGCAAGCAGTCGTCGCGGCGGTGACAATGATGGCGACTGTGCAGGATGGTATCCTTCAAAGCAAGTGTACGACGCCGGGCATTACTACTTTTATTGTCCCGAAAGGCCGTGCCCCACCACCACCACCGTCAACGGAAACAGGAAGCAGACATCACTCGTGGTCGTCGACGGTCACACCAAGGCGTTGTGCCAAACTACCGTCAACGGGACCAGCAGGAAGCAGGCATCGCTCGTGGTTATCAACAACAACGCGAAGCCGTCATGCCCCGTCATGGACGATAAGAAGACGCAGACGTGGCTGTGGTTGAGAAAGAACGCATATGTTTGGAACCCGTCATAAGAAGCTTGCCCTTGGAAAGCTCTGTGTGTATCCCCCTTTTGTGGGTTTTCGTGTCATAAATACTTTCTTCTCTGCGTATATATGATATTTATCGTACAAATATACATCATCGATCAGGACACAATTACGATTACAATGCCAATTTGGACAGATCTGGAAGATGACATGTAAAGACTGCACGGTAGTTGTGCTTTGCGCACTGTTCCAGGCCTCGAATAAATTGCTCCGCCTTCTTGCGCCAGTTGCCAATATGCCCGGGGTCGTTGCCCTTGGGCAAGTTGGACTGTTGACGACGCAAAAGCGCAGCAACCTGCGCACACTGATCAGGACTCCACTCGCCACACGTATCACTGTGCAAAAGAAAGGTGACAATTCCGTGCACGGTGTCGCCTCCGTCGCGCTCACGCTCCTGAACCTCCGTCTCGTACTCTAGCATCGTGCTCCGTTTCTGTTTGTGCTCAAGTTCATTCAACATCGCAGGCGCTAGCAATAAAAGATCCTGGCGCGAGTAAACACGACCAGGCTGCATCACAGAAGTGCCATAGTAAGCAAAGTACCGTGGACATTTGTACAGGCGCGCAAACTCGGCGCGGAAACGGCCAAAGGACTTGGGAGAGCCGTGCCAAATGACGCCGTGATTACGTTGCGTTTGAGGATCCACAATCTCAATGCGCAGGTTCATATCGAGCGAGTGTTGCGGCCCCTGCTTATCCATCAAGACAAACGTGGGACCCACACAGACATTGTCATTCTCTTCCTCAGCCATCATGTCTCTTATTTATGGAAAGAGCAATCAGCAGTACATTAAACCTAACTAGGTATATTGGTTTTGATACACCGACTCGAGTTTTCCGATACTCGAGAAGGAACCGGTTGGGTCGTCATGTTCAGTGTATATACACAGATACAATCTTTTTGTGTATGTACGTACCCACCTACTTCTTCCACTGTACACTCTTCTACCAACCCTGTGTACCTATTCGGGCTGACATAGCATAGAACTTTCCTACCGAGAACATGTATGGTGCGGCTAAAACTCGAGTTGTATATTTGCAATGTTGATGTGTCCTGCCCCAGTTTGTCTTGTTGGCGCATATAAGGAGATCCTCCTACTGAAATACACAAGAGTCCTTGCTACCATAGGAAAATATTATGAATAATCACTTGTGCCAGGATGTTACACAACACATCCTGGTGCATTACGCGGCATCTCACGCGCCTCTTTGGCGCCTCGGCTGTGATGCGTGGCGGTGTATGCGTGGCACAAGTGAACTATGTAACGGCTTCACCATTAGGGGTGTATATCCTGTACATGGTTTTAATTTGATGCAGTTGGCTCTATGGGGCAGCAACGAACGCTTATTTGAGTGGGTTCAAGAGCGCAGAACATACACACACGGTGCTGGTCTGGCATTTTCCATACCTGCCGTTCTTCGTATTCTACCTGCCGCAGCGCAAGCCGGTCTCGACCGGTTGGTGTGGACTTGGGTAGAACATTGGTGGGATGTCATAGATTTGGGGTGCATCTTGAGCGCTGCTGCACGCGGCGGACGTCAGACGATTGTCGACTTTTGCAGACACGAGTGGTATCCTAAATTGCTCGACATGACAATGTGTGAGATCGTTGACGGGAATCCGGATGAAAATATACTTACGCAGAAAAGACTTCAACGCATTGAGCACATGATTCACAACGCAAGAGTTGCACGGCATGCCCGGGATGCTATGGCTGCCGCGGCGCGGGGCGGTCACGCGGCGCTCGTTCGTATCTTTCACGCCGAGTGGGGAGTTTCAGGAGCACATGTGAACCGTGCGATACAGTCTGCTGCACGAGGCGGCCATGAAACCATAGTCCGTTTGTGCCACGACGAGTTTGGTGCGACGAACGTAGATCTTACAATGGCGCATGCTGCTGGGAAAGGACATGAGCATATCGTGCGACTATGCCACGACGAGTGGAACGCCACCGACGTCACTTTGGCCGCGGACTACGCCGCAAATGCGGGTGAGTGGGCAATATTTCGGTTGTGTTACGATTGGGGCGCCATTGTACCTGCGGACTATTTTCGCTTAATGCTGCATGCAGAGGGCCATGATACTTGAGGATGAGAATGAATGGGACATCTTGATGCACATATCAAAGCCAAGTTCAATACACTCCTCTTGTACATGAGGTATGTGTGTGAAGGAGTACCTGTACAGGGCCCGATATTTTTTCTCATCGGATGTATTGAAGCAAAGGCTCTGTCACGCGTATATTGAAAAAATATAAGTGCAGGCGTCCTGTTTGAGCATTCGTCGTGTCCAACCTACTGATTGTTAAATCATGTCGTGTACGTTTTCGAGCGGTAAATCCACGGCAACGTGGAAGGGACGAATGAAGGCGCGCGCCAAGGCACGGGAAGAGGTGCGCCCGTTGGCACTCAGCGTACTCACGAATGGTCCCGATACCAATATCAATGACTACGTAAGCACGGTTACCAATGACGCCTACACATTTGCCGACCGTATTGTGGCGGCCCCATTGACTCCCGCGCAACTGATCGCGGCCGATGGAATTTCCCCGGACGCATATTACGTCCAAATCGTGCGATGCTCTTTTGCATCCGGTGATCCTGCGGGTGGTGTGGTCTGTGCCCCACCGCAGAGTTCTGGTCTGATCGACGTGGGGTCGCTCGTCTCGGCGAGCAGCGTTGGAACAACGCCCATCTCCTTCATCTCTCAACGTGGAGGACAAGTGGATGCACTGGCGGCCATGCCTGTGACGCGCGATAACAACAACTTTCGCGCGACAGATTTGTTACTCGGCACAGGTTTCAGCATGAAGATTACTGTGCAAGATGCGACCTCCAACGCAGTGTTGGTCGAGTCGGGCCCGTTCAATTTTGGCAGCGTTCGTAACGCAGATCAATTTGGACTGATCCCGGAGAGCATGTTTGATTTGGCGGATCTGGTACCGTTTTTAACAGATGTACGCATCACCTTGCAACGTGTGTAGTAACCACATTAGTGTTGCTATGGTTTTTCCGAGCCAAAAATAAACATTTCTGATTCTTGTATTGAACATATACTCCTATATAGTAACAACAACCAACAACGGTGTGTGTATGTACGTACGTACAGAAGTGAGTCTGTCTGTCTAACATTTATATATTTTGCGCGCACGCACACATGGACTATAAATTTTTGATCATTCTGGAGCGTTACCAACTCTCGGTGAGAAATGGAATGCCCGAACGCGACGCGTACACAAAGGCGTACGACGAGTTACGGGACGCGAGAATTCTAGATCGCATTGGCGAATTCCGGCACCACATTCGGGGCCCGCGCACCTACTTTGCGCCCGAACGACCACCTTCTGCACTGCTGCGTGAATGGCAAAAGCCCGCCGACACGGTGACCACAGAGGTACTCGCACGGTACGACAGCAATTACGGTAGCGTGCGCCACGGCGGGCAGCAATGGTCCATCCCGGAATGCGTGTTTGAGAAACTTGGAGAGATGGGTTCTGTGTTTGAAGTTTTTGCGTCACCCATGAACCGCAGTCGCCACGCACAGAAGTGGGGGAGCATGTTTGAGGATGATAAGGCATTTGGATCGGTGGGCCCATTCCAGAGCCAGCCGCTGACTGCATTCGAAGGGATGGTGGTTGTGTTGAACCCACCCTACATTGAATTCATGATCGAGATGATGCTGAAACGATTACCTGAGATTCGTCGCGTCGCCAAAGCCGTGCTGATCTGCTTGCCAGCGTGGAGCGATACAGTGTGGTACGCTGAACTATCGCGCTCCACGTTTCGGTTTGATTTAAATGCCAACACGTACACGTACTGGAACAGCCTAAAAAATGAGCCGATTTGTGCGCGATTCGATAGCGTGCTTTTTGCTGACACGCGACAAACGCTCGATGCGGCAACACGACCGTGGCTCCACCACGCACACACCTACTTGCTCGTGAAAAACGATCCAGTGCAATTGGCGACCGTACAACAGCAACGTACAGTGGTTGCACCTGAGTCTCCGCAACAACAAGAGCAACCACACCAGCAGCCCAAAGATACTCGATCACTGTCACCATGGGAACGACAACACCGCACCATTGACCTCCGTCCGCAGAGACCCATTGGACGCGGAACTGGTGCTGGCACTGCAACCTCATCATCGACATTAGCGTCAAAGAATCGATTTGCATTACTTGATCCAACGGATGAGAAAAAGGACGACACGGACGAACACACTGAGCCCACGACCGAACAGACGACATCATGCCCCTCATAAAATCAAATGTACAACTCGAGTTTTGGACGAGTTGGTATATTTTGTACACATAGTTAACTCTTGGTTATGGTTTTGGTGTACTTATTACAAGTATCATCTCACTGACGGACAGTGTGTACACACATCATAATGTATACAGGTATATGTACGATGGTACCATGAGTGTCGACCTGACATATTATTTTGTAAAAGACCAAAACTCGAGTGGGTGTATTCAGTGTAACAACGGTTGTGAGTCGGTCGTTCACTCACGTATACAGTGTGTACACTTAGCATGTATATACAACAGTAGAAATATACGTAGAAGACTCGCCGTTTGTTGTTCCAGGAGTCCTTCGCGTCACAAGAGAAGCACCCACCATGACCGCGGGCAAGGTGCTTGTCAACAACCACAATTGATGTCTCTGATTCACCGACTCGTGGACCAACGCCTGCTCCAGTGCAAGCTTAGTGGGCAATCCCAACGATCGCGCTTCATTGTGTAATTCGGCAGAGCGAGAATCGGCGTACAAAAACAACTCCGGGAACAAGGAACGCGTTGCCTCAGACACGGCCTTGATGCATCGTGTTTTACCACATTCGGGCGGTCCAACGAGCACCACCTGCCGGATGTTGTTTGCCGCAGTGGATGTGGTCTCTGGATGACGCCCTGTATCGCTCAACCATGCTGTTATTTCGTTACATAACGACTGGATCATACCCTGACATGTCGTGGACTGGTTCGACAATGCTTGCACACTTGGAAATGCGCGCAACGCGACGCCAATACCCTTGTAGTAATCGTCAACTACCACAGATTCACTCATGATGTGTCGACGTATACACAGAGACTCTGCGCTGTGTACTATGTCGTAGTGTACGGGCTATATTATATTCTGTCTGTCTCGAGATTAAATAGTCTCGAGATCGTAGCAGATCCTATGACGTTAGTTGTGGATAATATTATTATCCTTGTTGTCCACGTAGAAAACATCGCGACGCCAGAAACAATCGCTGTGAGCGTAGCCAGTCCATGTGGGCGAGTGCGTCGCGCATTGAAAACTTGTTCTTCATAGTGTTGAAGCCATAGCATACGAGTTGTAGATTAACAATGCTGCTGTTTCCCTGTGGATCAATGTGATCGATCGATGGAATGAGTAAGTCTCGCGGCAGCGCTTGCGCATCTAGTAGTAATGGGATATTCGTGCCGCGATGGAAGCCTCCTTGCTGAATAAACATTTGCTTGAACGTGTCCGCCGACATGTCATAACGCTCACGTAGGGGTGTGCGCGACCACCGCACCGTGTCTTGGTAAAGCGCGTTAAGCATGCACGTGAATCGGCACAGCCGCGATTGTGGCAATTGTTTTATACCATGCGCGTATTGTGCCAATGTTTGTCGCGCGCGTTGTCGATCCTGCTCCGTTGGGACATAACATGGGTCCGATTGGGAAAACGTGAGTAACATGTGTTGGAAAGTGTGTATGTCTGTGTCGTTTCGCATCAAGTTGCATGGCTGGCAACACAGAACAAAATTGGGCACGCGTGTCTTTGGGTGGACATAGTAGTTGCACGATGTGTCGACCCGATCCATTGACGCCTTGTAAAATGCCTTGTTGCGTTGTTCCAGCGCGTGGCCACAGTAGGGGCACCCTTGGGTCCACTCCGTACGTTGGACAAGTTCGTCACGTGTGGGTACACGTTGCAATGCCTCGGGGCGGGAAAGAGCAGGTCGACCACTCAACCTTGTGTGGCGGCTGCGCCAAACAACACTGGTAACGGCATTCATTCGTAAGCAGTTTAGTAGACGCTGCAATCGCTTTTGTTGCAACCACGGGCGGCCGGTTGGCGCTGTGCCTTTTTCTTCCACTACTTTTTCGTGCAGCGACAGCGTTGGATCTGTTACGTTGACAGTCTGCAGTTTTTGCCGCTTACATGACGGCGCAGTTTCCTCTGCACAAGTGTCTTGCTGCTCGGTTATGGCGTGTAGGAGACACGCCAATGTACTGCTGTCGTCTCGCTTGCGCTTGCAGTTTCTTTGTGCCAGTTCGGTATCATCCTCAAATACCGATCTAATAGTGACGGTTGTTGTTTGCGCCTCGTTCATCATACCTAGGAGTGTACTGTGGAAAAGTCTCGCACTCGAGTTTGTATGGATGTATATTTAGTCGTGTCGTGTATGCGCACACCCTATTATATCATTTCATCCGTGGCTGTTGCCACTGGTAGTGTGTGTATGTACAGATTGGGCAATAGTAATAATGACACCACGACCACCAGAACCGATGCCGGTGTCGTTAACTGCCAAGATGAGGGCTACTCTTACATCGCCTCTGGTTCTCAATTGGATGATGAATTGGTGCAGTTTTGTGTTTCTACTTCTTAGCCCGTCGACGACATGGTGGCTGATGTGGGCTAACGTGCTCTCGGCGACATTTATTTTTCTCGTATTGACAGTCGTACAGTATGGAATTACTGTGGCGCTCAGAACACTGCCGCCGGAACATGCGTTTGTACGGGCCGCGTTCGTTTTCCAAGTCCTAATACGGACGTTGTTCTTGTACATTCTTGCCGGTATGCTCCTGTATGAGCAACGTGATGGTGCTACCTTCTCCGTTTTTCTGGGGTGGGTCCGAATTTTCGTTTACGTCGAATTAGTGGCCCTCCAATTTTGGAGCTTACTGCTATACTGGCGCTCAACGCGACGTCAATCTATATTAGAATCGCCGACCGCGCTGCCCGCCAATGTACAAGACATGCAAGAACCACTCCAGAACATGTCGACGGTTATACATTTCCCAGCCACTACGCAAATGCGTGCGCTTGAGAGCGTTTAGCAACGTGCTGGGAACCAATTGTGTAGTGTAGTAAAACAATGGTTTTTAATCTTCTGTAATTACAATGTCGTCGTCTGTCACAATCGCACACACGGCGTGCTGGGCAACAATGTCCGCTTCGTGCCGTTGTGCCGCATGCACCGCTTGCGTCTTTGCCCGTTTCGGATCAGGCAGAGTAGTACTCGTATCGTTGGTAGGTGGCGCGATAGTCGTCGCTGCTGTGCGGTTGACAGTACGTAAATATGAAGCGTCCTCGTCGACATCATGATTATTATCAACGCGCTTACGTTTAGGCGCCGTCCGAGCGTCATTCCGGGTGATCGAGGGTGGCTGATGATGTTGCCGCGCGCGGTGCAATAGTGCTGCGGGAGGGGCAAATACCCGAGAGACGACGATCATTTTCGTCTGCTGCGGTAACGTAGCAGCCGTAGCGGCAGGTACATCGGTCACTATCACCTGATGTGGAAAGGCAGTGTTTGTGTTCACAGGTGCCGCAGTCGTAGCAGAAGCAACAACTGGGGCTGCTTCAGCAATGGTTTGTGACTGTTCGATCGTTGGCGCACGAGAAGAACCAAGAAGACGATGATGCAAGACATCCACTGATTCTAGGCCGACTTGTTTGAGAAGATAGAGACCTTCACCAATCACGGAGAACCAACCAGAAACGCTCTCCAACGAAAACATGCGTGTGACGAGCCACGCAGTAAGGGCGTCATGCACTGCCGGCGGCAACTGGCCAGAAGGCGCGATCTGTCCAACGTGACCCATCAAGATCAGGTACAGTGGCACGAGGTAGGACAAAGTGCCAAACAGGTGAGCTTCTCCATCCACAACGGCATCGCGATGGCGTTCAGCGATGGCATCATAGTTGTCAAAGGCGCCCTCGATGATACGATTCTGTAACGACGTCAAGATTTGGAGCACGTGGCGCGTCGTTTCCTCAGCAGCAGCATTGTTAGCCTCGGAGGACGCTGTTGTCGTCGTTGTTGACAGTGTGATAGGTAGAATGACTTCGTATAATAGTCTCTGCAAAAGGGCCAAGAATCGGAACGACTGATACCGAAACGTAAACAACGTCAGCACACAAAAGTAGGGCACTGACTCCAACTCCTTCTTGGCAGACGCGGGCGATTTGATTCGACACTGTCGCCACCACTCCTGGCGGACGTGCGCCATCACAAGGGTGTCCAACTGCGGATACTGGTCCTTCTTCTGAACAAGGTAGTCCTTTATGAGCGCAAACACACGACTCACGACGTAGTCTGTCATACAGCGGTGCGTTGTGCCAGCAACCATCTTTGATTTTGGAATATACGGCTGCATGTTAGATAGTGTGGACACAACACGGGCGTAAACTGTAGAATGAAAAGAAGAGAGATCCACGCGCGCGAGCGTACGCACTCAGCGGTGCAGCGCAGCGCAGGGCAGGTCTCGAGAAAACAAACTGCTGCGCAGCGCAGCGATTCCTGTGTTGTCTCGAGACTCACCAGAGCATCAATCTATATATAGATGCGCGAAAAAGGGGTATCTATTATGAATATACACGGCTGGTTATACAGGTGTGGGGTTTAGTGTTTATCCAACCGTAGGGCGTTGTTGTTGCTGCTGGTGAGGGTGTTCAGGCTGCTGCATAGCGCGAGCGCGCAAGAATCGGAATGTCCACTCCGTAACCCACCGCTTCACAACCGATGTGTCAATGTTTTCCACGGGGTAGGAGTCCACGACAGGCAACACAAACATGAACGCAATGAACTGTACGACACCCACTGCAAGAATGAGCGCAATGACACATGCACCCGCTGCAATAATAAAGTCCGAGAACAAGAACATGATCGCAGACACAATCTTGTACGCAGTGAACCATGTCGCCCCAAAGGCGACGACACAAATAAGTGTGGAGGTGAGCATAAAGCGAACAATGGCCGAACCGGCCCACTGAAGCACGCGAAGTTCGTTTGACGGAGTTGCCGCAGAATGTGCCATTACAACGGTTAAAATGAATAGATATAAGCTTTCTTTGTACTTGTACTGTTTAAAGAGTGGTGGTTCCTGACGCATCCACCGCACGTAAGACTATTGCTGCAGACACACCGATATGCATGCTATATGTTGCGCACAACAATGTTTGCAATGACATGCAACTCGAGTATGTTATTTGTCGCCCTTTGCAAGTCATCGTAGAATTGTAACCGTTACTTATCACGGGCTCCCCATACGATGCATCGATTGTTGGGTGATGTGCTGGGTTTTTCCTCCACAATATGTACAGGTTCCTGCACCACGGCGCGGATCTTGTCCGCCAGCGCGTCAATCTCCGGGAGCGGCAACCTGTGAACGGTCAAATAACCTCGTTTTGATTCGCGAATGACCACGTCCACATATGCGTCGATAACCTCGGCAGTGCATCCACTCAGGCCGTAGTGCGACAGAACGAGGTCGTACGGACCGTGTCGTGCTCGATCTTGCTTGGCACGCGCGACCCAGTCGGCCGTATCCGCGTACACATACCGCATCGTGTCGATCTGCCATAGTTCTTGTGCAGGATCCAAACGCTTCAAATATTTTTGCATCAGTCGCGCCGTGGCGCTCAGTTCGTACGCCGTGTAGGAGGTAATATCCGCGCCAAACGTTGCGAACAACATCCAGCAAAGTCCGCCATAGCCTGGACCGATTTCCGCAATACGACGCCAGAACGTTGGTGTTGTCGATTCCTCTTTGGAGTAAAATGGCGGCGTGCCGAACAAGTGAACGATATGCGCCATTTGACACATGTAGCGCAACGTGCTGGGCGACGCCCCCAACGAAATGGTTTTCTGCGGCGGCGAGTCGCATGAAAACGGGTATGACTCGACATTGCTAGGAGAACCCAGTGTGTCGTTGTGCACGAGTGATTGAAGGCACTGCTCGGTCATGTATGACAACAACCCATGACGATCGTCTTCTTTCTGCTGTGATTCAAGGACGAGGCGTTCAAACTCGCCGTGGTACAGTTTTGCCTGATCCAGTGACAAGTGCTCCATGATCTGCCGGAACGGTGGTTGCACCTTGAAGGACTGGAAGATGTCATCGTACGAGACAGCACGGTCGCATATTTGCTTGAATGCCACTGTGTCACAAACCGACGTTGCGACCGCAGTAGAGGATGACAGTACCGGTGCTGCCGGAAACGGGAATTGGCGGCGGTAGTACGCGAGCATAAAGAACTGGAGCCATTCTTGGACAACAACGGACCACCGCCAGCGCTGGTGGATGCGCGTCAACATATTGTGTCGCATCTTCAGTCGTTCCGACCGTGGCATATCGTGTAAGTGGCGTAATGCCGCCACAAGCCCCTGCACGAGGCAATCGTCTCTGAATGCGGGTGTGCATGGATGATGATTTGTGTCGTCGGCACTCGGAGGCGGCGCTGTGACGATGTACCCATTCCAACCCTCCGTGATAAGTTCCGGTGCTACGCCCACGTTGGTTGTGACAGCGATCAGACCACGACCACCACCCTCAATGAGCACGAGCGGATTTCCTTCGGAATGCGAGGTGCACAACACTACATCGGCCGTGTCTGCTTGTGTGTCGTACCACTGGTCCATCTCTGCGAATGACAGTTGTGTTTCGGGTCCGCAAATTTCAATGTCTTCTCCTTTCAGCATTGCGCGCAACGTATCCACAATCCAGAGTCGTTTCGCGTCATATGCGTGACGGGCCCGATTCGGAGGCGTGCCAATGATAACGCGCAGGGGCCGGTTGTTTGATGCATTACTCGCAGAGTTTTCTTCTTCTTCGTGCATGAGTTTCTGGAGTCGTTGCATCGATCGTTCGACGACCTCGTCGCTCACACCACAGTGGGTCGGAACCACATTGACGCGCGGATCGTGCCCAAGGTGAACTCGCAACGCGTCGATAATTTGTTGTGACACGGCGCCAACAACGGGCCCATGTTGCTGAAACCAACGCACGAGTTGCACCGACATGGGCGTCTCGCCCGACAGAAATTGGTCGATGCTGTCTTTGGTCACTGCTTGCTCGAATCCGATTCCATCTGAGGACCAATCCGCAACGTCCATCGACACAAACTGGAGCACGCTGTGCGCGCCGAACACGATGCGAGGATGTAATTGACTCAAAATGCTCCACGGACAGTGTGAAATCGTTCTTTTCCAGTCCCACTCGGGAACGTAAATAATATCGTACGTCTGCCACGTACTCAGTGGAATGGAATTGGGTGCATTCCCACAGCCGTGATACACGTCGGCATGGTGGCCGTGTTCATTTTCGCGGGCGTTGATCGCGTTGGCGACCGCTGTTGCAATGCGTCCAAACGCCCAGTGCAAATCAACCACAAACGCAATACGCATCTATTCGTTACTGAGGACTATAGTTTGCACCCTGCCCATACCAGACACTACACAACCTATTCTAATGTTGACGAATGTCTCTACACATAGTCTCAGGGTTGAGCGTTTCGTATAACTCTCTACATGTGTCGTGTGCGAAAATATATACCAATATTATACCATTGTCTTATTTACACACACGCACAGAGAGATGCTTTACAAGAATGGAACACCCAATTGTTCTGCAGTGACGTAGGTGCGCCGCTGTTTCTGCAAACGTTGGCGATCCCGCTCCGCTTGTCGGACTTGTGCGCGCTCAAAACTGGCATTGCTACGCGCCAAACATGCATGACACAACATAGCAAGGATGCGGCCACGACGCTGCTTCTCGCCCTCTGACATGAATGCGGTCCATGACCACGTCGTATTCATATCCCCAAAGGATGCATACACGAGCAGACGCCCGAGTGCCGCGCCCAAAGAGTCCAGCGTGTCGGCCGGACGCGGCAGAGGCTGCTGTTGCTTGTTCGCACGCTTCAACGCCTTGTAGTCGCCGGGAAAGTACGCCGCCAAAGCATCCAACTCATTGGGTGTATAGTTTGAGGCAGACATGAACAGTGTTTGTGTTGTTGATCTGGTAGTATTTGGCGGCGATAATGTCGTCGCTGACGCGGTCTCGTACATACGATTGTACCGAAAATTTGCCACTTTCAGACCGAAACGCGCACATGCCTTCTTGAGTGTCTCCAACGCATCTTGCTTGGCAAAATACTCGGCCTGAGCGCGAGCTCTCTGGTCCAGGCTCGTCTTGGCCTCATCATACACGACAGACCAGGCCTGATGAATCTCGCGACGAAGCGTAGTATCCACGGACAGAGGCACTCCCGTGCACGCATCGTGCAAACAGGTCGTGTTGGTGGGAATGTCGGTGCAGCGGCGCAGCAAAAGTGAATCGATTGTAGAAACCATGCTGCTGATGATATCATCATCTGTTTCGCGATTGCTAATGGATTGACAATCGACCGCGTGATCTTGGACTTTGATAGGACGCGGAGCCACTGCGTAGGGCGCCGGACGCACAACGATCGACTCTGACTTGACGCGCGACATGTACTTCTAATGCACAAGAGAAACTACTCTAGATATATACGGGATTCCACGTGTTGTGACTATGGACGTGTGCGCGCGCACCGGGGACGTTGAGATTTCTCGAGATGTTCGCGCGAACCTCGCAAGGGGTGTGTGTCTGCTATTTACGTGTATTCGATTGTTAGTTGTGAAAACATTCTACAAGGTTGAATCCATACATACATACACCTGTTATATATATGGCAGAAAGTCTTCAAGAGTTAACAGTCGCGCGCGCGATCGAGTTGCTTCCGCATGGTGTTATCTCCGGGCTTGTCGACCACGTAGTACACGCGAACCCATCAACATTGTTCCCATATGTGTATATTGTACACGGAGGCAATGTTTTATGTCGCGAGGACTACGCATCTGATAAATTACCCCTCATCTCGGCGTGCTTGACTCTACAACAGGCTGTTGAGTCTGTCATTACTACACACCGCGCTTCAGACTCTATGTATTTGCATTATTACGCGAAATATGCTGCAGAGTCCCCGAAATGCGCTACCGGTGGTCAATCTGCGGACGGTGCACTGCGACAGTGGTCCCATGTTTTCTCCTATGGGCACAACAATGTATCTCCTTTCAATCATTCCAACATCAAGATTGTGCACCCACGTGGCGGCCACGTTGGCATTTCTCGAGCGTCGTCAACGGTTGCGCCACGGTATCATCGATTGCGCTATGAGAAGTGGAATGAGTTATCAAAATTGTTCCATACTGCGATTCACCACAGTTATGAGAGTCCCGACGAAAAGCGGGCACTCGTACTTTCCGATCAGGATACTGCGTCAGACGTTTCTGTTTTTATGCAGCACTTGATTCACTGTTTGGAGTTGGATTTTCGGGACACTAACCAGTCTATAACGTCCTCGACTTCCCGCATCTGCATTGCCAGCGAATCTACAGATCGCCAACATCTTCGATTCGGGAGGTATCGCATCGACAGAATTGCTATCACCACACCCGCGCAGCAGCGAGACAACCACGAGCCTGTATAAGAGTGGGGGTTTTTTGTTTCGTTTACGGTGCGCGCGTGTACATATATGTAGCCACATGTATATATAGTAATAGTAAGAGAGCATAAGCGGTTGGTGTATTTATTTGTTCATCAGCATATATATATGGACCGCCCGCAACATCGTAGCACCGCATTGCGTCAGCGTACTACTCAGAGGGCCGCCATCGTCGAGGATGACAAAGCGTTATCCCTGAATCAGTTCCAGACCGATCGGTCTGTTGCGGCACGGCTGTTGCAGATTGTATTCCGCTTCCTTGAGCAGACACTAGGCGGCAATGGCGTGTCTCATGAGGATCTGTTGTTTATTGAGCCATCTGCGGGGGATGGTGCCTTTTACGATCTGTTGCCAGAAGGTCAGCGTGTTGGGATTGACATTGACCCTGCAACCGCCGAACACCACCCAGAGTACGTGATTGACGATTTTCTGCAGTTGTCTGTGATGGACATTCCGGGCATAATCGATGTTGATCGCCGGTACCGCGTGATCGTTGGCAACCCGCCATACAATGATGGACAGCGGTTCCGCGGCGGCCTGAAAAACGTGGCACTGCAATTCTTGAATCACGCCAGTAAGATGGCGGACACGGTCGCGTTTCTACTTGGTGCCAATTTTAATCGTCTGGATGTGCAAGACAAGGTTGCGGACGACATGCACCTCGTCCTGAACATGGAAGTGCCCGAGGACTGGTCAACATTTGAGGTGCGCGACAAAAAGTACGGCGCCGCGGGAAAACGCGCCAAGGTACGCGTCGTGTTTCAAATATGGCAACGCAAGTACGCCACTGGCGGGCCGCCCATGCACACACGCGCTGGCAACTACCACCAGCAACAATCACGGCTCGCCGCCGCCAACAGTTCGCACACATTGGGTGCGGACGATAGTGTTGCTGTTGTGCGGCGCCCCAAACACAAGGATATCGTGCCCAAAATCACGAATGGTACGTGGACCCACCCACATACAGGCCACCCAGGAGACTTTGAGATTGTCGTCCCATCGGACCCCAGTAGCAACGTGTGCATCCGCCGATGGGGTGTCGTTGGGGAAGTGGTCGACGATCCGCGTGCCGTCGCACAACTCGTCCGCAAGGCAATCGAGGGAGAAGAGGACCGCCGCCAGCGCCGACCGGATATTTACAGCGCCGACTACCACATGTTCCGCGGCACGGGCTCCTTCTTCCATTTGCGTGCGCCAGATCCTGGAAAGGTTGCACGCGCACTGCGCCAGCGCGCGCACATGTTTGCAGACTACGCCAAGTCCGCCACTCCAGGCAATAGTGGCTCCTTTAACCAACGCGATCTGTTGCGCATCTATTTACAGCCCATCCAACCACCCTCCGTATAAAAACGACAATATATGCGCTACGTGCTCTTTTTTACCCTCGCCGAACCAGTAACTCCCGTCAAAGATTTCTGCTAAGTGTTGCGTGTTTTGACGTCCTCCTTCCGCATATGTAATAAACGTACTTCCACCCCATACGCGCGTGACCAGAGCGATGCCGCCACCATGCTTCCGTGGCAGAAGGTGGCTTGGCCAGTTACAACTGCTTCCAAACCCTCTTCGAACCGATGCACGCATTCCTCATCGTTGAGCACGAGACAATTGGTCCGCCTTGCTCCGGAGCGGTGCCGCGTGGCCGAGTGTGTCACCAGCCAGTGGGTGGTGTTCAGCATAGGATCGTCCAATGTGGCCATTAGAACACGAGTACATCATCTAACCATCCATGCAGAGCTAGCTAGATTGATTTTGTGTGTTGTATATATAGGTGTTCGTTCGTGTATGATTCTCGAGAATTTACCGAATCAAACAAAATTTACGTTTCGTTTTCTGTGTGGGTCTGCCTTGGTGGACGGTTTGAACCACAAGTATGTATATACACACGCTCGAGTTTTAACTCTGTACAAACTTGCCATTGTGGGACGTGTGTGTCTGGCCACCGGGGCTTAATGAACGGTCTTGGAGCAAATAAATACTCAGTTCATTCATCTGCAAGTTTTAAGCCCAAGCCACTCTTTTTGCTACAAAGTATGTCACAGAAACAACAACAGGCCCGCAACGCGAACGGATACAGAACAGGCGAACCAGTCACCCCAGAGATGCCCGTCGTAAAGAAGCAAGTCGAAGCATTGTTTGCGCGCCACAACTTCCCCGTGATTGAATGGATGGAGGAGTTCCACCCAACTCAAACGTACTGGTATAATGCAGAGTTGACATCGTTTGAGTTTGCCGACGATGCTTCCATGATCGAGCAGGTCCTGCGTTTGCGCCCACTCAACGGATCACTGCCAAACATGTGGAAGGCGCTCCAGGAGCAACAGCAGAAGGCCAACGTGGAGACGGTGGACTATGGTGTTCGCTGTACTTTTCACAATCATGGCACTGGCAAGGACGCTGTGATTTGCCTGTATTACACGCCTCGGTGGGACGCATACGACGACACGCCCATTGCCGCCATTGTGTCTTAAACAAATGATGTATATCTATATACAAACTATATATATATTATTGCAACAACAGATCACACACATGCATACAAACACGTTTGTCTCTCTCCTCTATGAACCGAGAAGGGGAAATGGGCGTTTCTGATGCTGCCACACTTGCATGAGACCATGATGCTGTGCCAGATATACAAGCCGCCGCTCGCTGTGATTCAACAACTCCGAGTTTCTCTCCAACAACACGACCGCACTCGTGTCAGGACCTCTGGGACTTGTCGTAGTAGTACCCGTGGTATGCGTGAGCAAGAGTCGGGGTTCGGTCATGTGTTGTTGTTGTTGAACAATTCGATCATAAATCAGCGTCAACTGCTCAAATACATGCCGTTCGTCGCCACCAGCGTCATTCCACGGCATATGTAACAATGTTCTGCAATCGGCGGATGGCGACTGCGATCCGTCGTGTCGATACATATCTGCAAGAGTGCAAACGGTCCCGCAGCCGCTGCAAAAGGAGGCTCTGCACTGCACGCATGTCCCAATGAGCGGCAACGGACCAAACTGACGCCGATCGTATAGCATCGTGTGCGCACATAGTGGACACATGATCCGCACACACCATGGCATCATAACGTCCTGCCGAATGGGAGACACCGTGACGGTCGTCAACGTTGTGTTGGGTGGCGTGTGTACTTCGTCTTCCAACTCCTCAATGCGTGGACCCTGGCTCGTCGTCCGTTGCCGTTTCGACACCGCCATAACGTTGTTGCCGTCTTCGTCGTCATTGGGTGAGGTCTTGCGTTTGCGTGAACGCGCGCTGCGAGAGGCGGCCTCTTCACAAGCAGGTGCAACGATCGCATCGTCACTTGACGCCGTCAAATCAATGGTACGCGACGATGATGATGTCCTTGTCGGCAGACCATAATTCACATTGACAGTGTTCTGAATAATCGTGACGGACACGGGCGCCGCAGTAGATGGTTGCTGTAGTGTGTATAAAATGGAGAAGTGAGAAACAGTTCTTGCTCAGGGAATGAGTACCTACGAACCTTTGCAGCCCTCTCATGCTGTTTCTGCTTTTTGAAGGGAGGCACGCGCACAAAGGAAAAGTCTTCGTCGTCGTGCAACAACCAGCCCGATAAGAGACTCGCACGTGGCTCACAGGGCTGCTGACGGGTGGTGTGTGTCGGCGGCAACGCACGGCGTGCCTCCTTTGAACAGAGAGGAGGTAAGATGGACATCTCGTCGACACGCAGCACTGCATCACCGTTGCGGACCGGAACGGGTAGCAGTACCACCAAGGGACGCCACGCCGCAGAAGAACTCAGCAGGTCAAACCGCACGGCCTCCATGTCAACGGCGGACGCACAATCAACATTGTACTCGATGTCATCATAGCCAAGCGGGCGCAATTCCGAGGTGTTCGTTCCGTCTTCTTCCACATCACCCTCCACTTCTGTACTCGCAAGAAATCCAGCAGGCACCATGCGTCGCACATGCCGCACATCACGTTGCATTTGCAGCGATGCTGCCGCAAGAGACGGCCATACCGTGCCACTTCCGACCGGGTACTCGATTCGCAAATTCAAGCGACCACCACCTCCAGTGTCGACTGTCACAACGCGTCCTAGTGCGAGTGGAATATGATGCCGAGGTTTCTTGGTACAAACATAGACACGTGGCTTCCAGGCCAAAAAGAACCCAACACGAGGGTACAACGCGTCAACAGTTGCACTTAGATTGTCCATCAGTGTGTGTCAAATATATGTAGGCAGGATGAAAGGGTATGTAACAATATGTAGTCCAGAGTCACATCAGTGCATACACCCACTCGAGATGTTGTGTGTCTCGAGTTATACGCACGACCGGTAACCACCCATCCGTACGTCCACGGTCAGAACTTTATGTTAACATACTAGTGTGAACACTTGTCTGTTAGAACCAACATACACTCTCTGTATATACACCTTCGTGGGAGAGTATACTTTGTTACTGAATAATACACTACATATTTGTCACAACTCGAGTTATATATTGCCATCATTCATGGACGAGGTTACGTCGTTTGCAATCTTGTGGGCCCTGCTGTGCTGTATACTTATCTTTGTGCCTTTTACAGACGACTGTGACCGATCGACTTGGAATGTCTTCTGCGCCCTACCTTGTGTTTCAAGACCCCATTTGCTTGAATATTGCAGCCATCATTCGTGAGTCCGGGCCGTCGGAGAGCACGGTGGGCCAACCATCGTACCTGGAACTTGCTGTGGCCACTGATCAGGAACTACAAGACCATGTTCGGTACGGGCGTTCACTGCAAGTGTGGCAACATTTGCGATCCTTTTATCCCGTTCTCGTGCATCAGCCGGCGGCAGGAAATTCCTCAAGCACTGCTGCTGCTGCACACGGCTTGGAGTTGATTCCCGAGTACGGCCGCACTGACCTGACATTATTCAAGATTGTTGATTTGGAGATTGGATGTCCGCACGTTCGGTCGTATCGCATTGAAGGACGTGCAGTGCGTGGGTTACACGATTACCGTCAAGTGCCGTTGGATTCGCAAGCGCGAACCGTGGTATGGAACCCAGACTCTCACCCCGTTGGTTACGTTGCCAGCAAATATGAGTTTGTCAGGTGTGATCCGACGGCCACGTTTGTGCCGGGTCAGTGAAGATGTCACTGTTTTTTGTAAACATGGCAATAATATTCTGTCTAATATGATAGTTCCCTCCAAAGTTATTGCGATACGTCTGTGAGCACAAAATAGGAGATTTCACAACCTGAACAAAACATACAGAACCATACATGATGTGGTGTGCTACAAGTGACTTCTCGAGTGTAATACCGATACGAATACTCGAGTAGGTGTCAATATGGTACTCTGGTAAAAACAAGACCAACGCATCTTCGGTGTGAGTACGTCTAGTATGTCGTGGCGAAGAGAAGAGGTGTGTGAGGAGGATTGGAAAGATTACAGCGAGTGCAGTTGCGGACGCCCATATTGTGGCGAGTGTAACTACGCAAGATCAAAAGTGGCACAGTTAATTGCGGAGCAGAGATCAAAGAAGAAGGCAGACAAGGCCACACGGTTGTCGCAACTGGTCGATGCATTAAAGAATGCCCGTAAGAGAATTCGATACCTAGAAAATGTGCTCGATCGTGAAAACGTAGAATATCGCAGTTGCAACCCCACGTGGAAGGAGGTCACACTGGATGAATCCTCGTCATGGTCGTCTGGGGAGGAGTCGGATGAGGAGAGCGACATGTAGGCACACATGTATATAGATTACATACTCAATGACTCTCCCACACACATACATGTATTTCATAACGAACGAGTCACGGAAAATCAAGTCTATATTTTACAGAACACCAATCACCTTCCGTCACAGTGCCAGTTTCATGCACTTCAGAATATGGCACTGTCACTTTGGTGCGAATATACTTGAGGCGCCCTCGATATACTTGAAGCATGGCAAGAACAACGAGATGTGTCGATTCCATTGATTGCCACGATGGGCGCACGATGATGAGCGGATTTGTTACATTCTGCGGCAGCGCCGACACACTGGCGTCGATGGATGTGGCAAAGATGATGGCCTCGTCCCAAATTTGCTTCTTGGAACTATGGCGACAATACTGCACAATGGACGCAATAGCGTCTGGTGCAAGTCCTTTCAAGGCTCCGAGCACAGGCGTCGACATGGGTGTGTATTAGTTCGGTCCAAAACTCTACGTACTGAATGTACATACGTACTAATAAAATAACTCGAGTTGTTCACTCTCGAGTGTATTGGAAATGGGCGCCAGCGTGCGTATGTTGCTGGCAGTGCACTAGATACTGTAACCATACAATTACATCATCCGTTTACAGAGCGATAGAGTATTATGGAGCAGCACGAAGCGCAACGCGTGTCTTCCGCATCCACTGGTGGCCCGCAACAGCCTGATTCGTCGTCGACTGTGCCGCATGGTGGTCCCGTAGGGACAGACCATGGGGAATGGGTCCTTCATCACTACATTGCGGCCATCCTGCGTCGGTCGGTGGCGGTCCACGTTGCCGTCTACGCTATTTTGCTGTTGTTTTGGGAAACTGCAGGGTATCACTGGATCTTGCGCCCTTTCCTGTTGAATACGCCCACGTCCTCGTCGCTATCTTTTGTTGATGTGTGGTGTCTTTCACTCGTAGCGACTTTGTCGTTTTGTACCCTCGTGTTCATGTTTGAGCGATGGGAGTTTGCGTTGCACGCACATGGAAGCGATTGCGAGCGTCCGTCTTCATGAGTATCTACCCTGTTTGTAGGACACCCATTCCACCGCCTTGGGCAATGCAAGACCTGGCCGTGCCGCTATGACGCACCACCGGCCATACCGATTGGTCAACGATATTGTTTTGACTCTGTATATGGCAACCTGAGCCTGATTCTCCACGTACCATTATGGGCACTGTTTCTGATGACGGTCATTTATGCGAAATTGTATGCCCATGCCGAAGAACCTGTGTATTGGATGCAACCAACTGCGTTTGCGACGATGGTCATCTTTTTCGGTGCCTGTGCCGTGTATGGCATCGGCGCTGCAATCGCCAAGGATCTCAAGGCAGTGTCCGCGAAAATGTCCTGAGAGTATCTTCATTGTACACCGGACACATGTAATACATTTATATATATACGCGTATGTACGGTGTTAATGTCGGGTGGTGTTTTCGGGGAGCGCTGGTGGCTGTCACAATACGGTTTTGAAGGTAATGATGACAATGGCCAAGTCGAGTAATGACGGTGGCGCACTCAAAAGATCTCTCCACACGGCGGCGGTCGCGTAGACGTTGTAGTAGAAGAGGGGCACGTCCGGTACTTGCTCACGTTTGGCATTATCTTCTTCAAAGTCGTACCTTTCAATTCCCGGAAACATGACCGGAAGGTCGGACCCTGAAATCTTCCGACTCGTAACGACGGATACGTGCACAAGCGCATCTTCGTTCTTGTTTGCACAGAGCGCTTTGACCCAGTCGAGCACATGCCGATACTTGCGGTACCGTTCGGCACTTAGCCGCCGTTGAGTCTCGTCATACGCACAGTACAGTTTATACAAGGTTTGAGGGAGCGCAAGAACTGTCACACTCACCGCGAGCAGCGCTACACATTCTGTGACAAGGGCCCGCATGACGCACACTCTTCACGTGTCTATAATATGTATGGCGAGGGCGCACTAGATGGCTAAAACATGAAGTCGTCAGCCGCGTTTTGTGTGTGTGCCCCTTTGCGAGCATGCATATATAGCATGGTTTGGTCGGTACAAAGAGGGATCTGGTGTTTGTACTTCCGCCGCGGTATACATACGTACATATACACCGCGCCGCGAATCATACACACGAAATGCAACACGTGGTCTTTTGTTTGGAAACTAACGAGTGTAGATTTTCTACTTTGCACACATTTTGTGGCTCATCCTGCGCACTTGCTCTGATCCACGCCTGAGAGATGGCTGCTTCAACAGAAAAAGAAAGAGGGTCACGATCGCAGCAGACAACCACGATTGAAACGACGTCCATCTTGTCAAGTGTCATATGTGCGGGGTGTGAAAGCGATGACGATGTCGAATTCCTGAATGCGTGCGTGTCACAACTTGTCCCACCACGGCGTATCAACGAACCGCCAGTTGATAGCGACGGCACAACAACAGAGAAAACATTGCTCACTGATGATGCTGAGCAGGAAGATGAGGACGATGACGCGCAATATGAAGAGTACACGTTGTGGCTACATGAGGAGGACGAGGAGGAAGAGAATGGTGTGGGGCAACCTCGACCGAAAGTTCATGTCCTTGTTCGTGCAATCCCTGCACGAATCATACCAGTCGATCCGGTCCCAGCGCCGCCGACGTTCATACCGGACGACAACTCTGGTCCTGTTAGAGCGCAACGACCGCCAATAATATCAGATGTGATTGATGCGTTGAATGCGCTAACGGCGATTCTTATGCGGTACAATCAGTCAATGGCTGCATCGTCGGATGCAAATAATGCAGTCCCAGACTCTTTTATTGCCGCACAGCCGGCCATGGCGGAGCCTAGTAGTGATACACAACCCATCGAATCTGAACCTGCATCGCATGAACACCAGCCGACTGGTATCACACAGGTTGACGACATGATGGAACCCAGTGATACAACACAACACACCGAATCCGAACCAAAGGAACAGCAGCCTGCTCATACGTTGGCCCCGCAACCACAAGAACCACATAGTGATTCACAACGAATTGAATCCGATCCGCAGGAACAACACCAGTCTGTTGATTCGTCAGCCGCACCTCAACCACCACAAGAATCAGCGGTGCAGATGGAGTACGTCGTGGCAAAAACACTGTTCATGGGGACGTCGCCCGTACTGGTCAAGAGGCACTACATGCACTGCATCTTGCGGAACACGAAATTAGAACCACCCACAGCGCGGCAATTATTATCTCATTTCCGCCCTGGAACCAGCGTCCGCGTTGAACTCGAATATGATACGATCACAGTAAAGGCCTGAGCAAGCCCAAACTCTTGGTGCCAGTTCAGCCGTTTTACTTGACAAGACACACACTCCATTGTATATATACATGCACACGATAGAACTCTTTGCAACACAACACGCTCACGTGGAACTCTGTTGCTTTTCCGCCAACCACGCATCACATAGGTCGACAATATGCGCATGGCCACGGGAGTTCGCCTTCCGCCGCGCTTCGCGAATTTGCACGGCTCCCCACTGGAGACACAGCCGCACGATTGCAATGTGGCCCCCGTATGCCGCCGACAGCATGGCGCGATTCACGTCCGTTGCACCCCACTCGTCGTGGCACAGACGCACCAAGTGTTCATGACCCCTGGCGGCGGCGTGTGCCATGGTAAAATTTAAATCGGTATTATCCCGCGCACCAAAATCGTCATGACACATCCGTACAACAGTTTCATGTCCATACTGCGCCGCGCCAGCCATCGCTGTAGGTGTATCCTTCGCACCCCATTCATCGTGGCATATACGGACAAGCGTTGCATGACCCGATGCAGCAGCCGCCCCCATCGCCGCATTAACATGTGTGGCTCCCCATGTATGACACATTCGCATAATAGATTCCTGATTACCGTACGCGGCATAGAGCATTGCAGCATCTACGTCCATTTCAGAAAACCATTCCTTGTGACATAGGAGCACAATCGATGCCTGACCAACTTCTGCGGCAACCGACACCGCCCCGGCAATGTCCGTCGCACCCCACACGTGAACGCACGTGCGCATCAACTCACCATAACCGAATCGTGCCGCGAATCGCAACAGTAGGTTACTGGTCGAGCTCGACCATCGTCCTGTACGCTTCATCCATAGCCACTGCAGGAGCTCTTGTCGATCGTCCTTCACAAGTGGCTCTAATAGCACCGCAAGACTTGTGTATTCTTGATGTTGTAGCGACGATGGTCGTTCACGACGATTACGCGGAGCAGTAACAGTATCACCGACCGCGAGAATGCTGCCGATGTATTCACAGAAACAATATTCAGATGCCCAGGAACGACTTGCGTTTGCCCACAACGGCGCGTAGGATGCAGCATACATGACCAAGATTGCCCTTTTCACATCGCCCACGAGTTGTTCCATATCCACACACCACGATATGTGCCGCGGCTACACAAATATACATGTATATGTATCACGTGCATATAATAGATACACGCAAGCACAATAACTCGAGGTGTGTGTGACGCCCCTCGAGTTTGAAACGATGCTACTTGCTTGCTTTGGAGGACCCTGGCCCTCAAAAAACCAAGAACTCTGAAAAGCACAATTGCTTGTGCTTGTTCGTGCTGTGAAGAAGAGCACGGTGTACGTGTGAACAAGCCATGTCGTGGGCCAATCGTCGTGCGTGGGATGATGTGAGCGAGATTACGCCAATGCCAACCGAGCCATTTAGTAGCAAATCCCCTGGTTTGATTCGTCTGGAAAAGGAAAAGCCACCTACTGAGGGCAAATCCAGCAAACAGGTCAAATTGCCAGCGGATGCGCCACCTTATATGGCGCGGTTTACGGTGATGGATGGGTGTAACAGTCAATTTGACAGCAAGGGTGACATTGGGTGGACGTGGCCTGTACTGGCTATCACGGACCCTGACACACAAAAGACGTACTATTTTGTGGGCGCTCCAGGGTTGCGGTGTCTATGTGCTCCACCACACTCCATTGACTACTGGCATAACAACGTGCCGTTTGCGAATCGCAAGCAGCATACAGACGACGACACGGAGCCCGTGTATTTTGATCCTCCCACGGCGCGCAATTTTTACACCCACATTTGCCCCTGTCCGGACGTGTTGGACAACTTTCACGCACCCCTCGTGCAATTGGACGAGGGGCTATGGCGCGCCTTTGTGGCCAACGAACCCTCGAAACTGGGCACCTTGTCCCAACTGTGTGAGCGTTTGCGTCGAACGGTGTCTGGCAAGGATGATGATCCTACGGTGTATAACAGCACGACGCTACTCACTGCCGAATACGACAAGGACGCACTAATAAGAGTGTAAATAAATTCTCTTAATGAGTACTGTTCTTTTGTACCGAGTATATATGCGTGTTTTTACTACTACTACTACTCTACAAAGAACCGAATGCTAGGTTGAAACACTTTCTGACCCTCGGGCGTCTCCCACGACTTGATGCGCACCGGGTCCTTTTCAGCGTCAATAATGTGAATTTCTTTGCACGTCTTGGTCGCCATGACAAAGGCCACTCCCTCAATTGTGGCGATGTCTTCGGAATCAACGGCACGACCCTCCCACGTCATGACCACCTCACCCTGCGGGATATTATGTAACAGAGTGGTAATAACATTGTGAAAGTAGGCCAACTGCTCTTTCTTTCGTCGTTGTAAAGCAAAATCTAAATTGACTGCTGCATCTTTCGTCGAAGTGGATGAAGTCGACATTTTTTACGTATACATGCACGGGCAGACACACTACTATCCTTTGTCAATGAAAAACGTGAACCTGTTCGATCGTGTTTGCGTTCTATATATCACGTACTTGTATATTATCTATTTTTACATGATGTGGAAATAACACGCACACAGCCCACATTCGTTCATACCGCGTCATTCATTTTGCACGTGTGCATTCTCGTCACACCATTGTCTACATAGCGCCATAATGTGGGGCTTTTTACTCTGTTGTGCAGAAGCCATCAACCAATAATCAAATTGTGCCGCACCCCACTGCTCCTTGCACAGTCGCATAATGTGCTCGTGTCCTCCCCGCGCGGCTGCGATCATGGCACCATTCACATTCATTGATCCCCACTCATCATGACACACGCGCACAATGTCCTCGAATCCACTCTCGGCGGCAAACCGCATACAGATGTCAATATCTGAAGAGGTAGCACCCCACTCATCGTGACACAGTCGCACGAGTTCCATCTGCCCACCCATCGCCGCAAACATGATAATATGAGGAACAATATCGGTATCTACGGGAGGGTTCCATTTGTGAAATAATCGCAACACATGAATACGACCCTCCCGAGCAGCGGACATGGCCGCACTCAACCATTCGAATCGATCTCCCAACCCCCACTCATTCCGACACAGATTGAGAAGAGGTAGGTGCCCCTTGGAAGCCGCAGCAGAGATTGCGCGTTGAGGTTCCGTCGCACCAAACTCGTCCTTGAACAATCGCACCAGTCTTTCATGACCACCACGCGCAGCCTGTTTTAACGCCGCATTTACGTTACCGGCGCCCCATTGAAGGCATCGGCGTACAATGTTCTCATGTCCATGCCGCGCCGCACCCTCTAGACAATCCTCTTTTAGAGACTTTCGACATTTCATGGTAAACACGGGTTCCAGTACACTAGACTCACCAAGACACGCGAGCCGGTACGGTGAAAAGCGATCATCTGCCAAGGGAACGCTCGCCACAATAGTTCGCCAACGTGTGCATGCGCGGCGCGTTAACGGTGCCGATATCACACAGTACACTGTCAGAATGTGTCGTTGCACGTCGACGCATAAATTCACGTCCATATATACTCAATCACAATGAACGCGAGCCCGGACTGCGAGGAGATCCTGTCGATCGTATCTCGAGAAATGCTCAGTTTTGTTTTTGCACAGTACAATGTATATCTACTCGCCAACCAACAGAAAAAGATGACAGCGTAGTTTCTATGCCATTGATATATCGCGTGTCTTCATGTACATAAATACATACACATGTGATTACATTTATTTTTACACGGGTGTGTCATCCCGAACGTCCGCCATGACATAGATAGACGTGCAACAGCGGTGATATCCATCACTGTTATACCCCCGAGGCGCATCCGACATATACAAAAACTTTGTACTGACGTCATCAATGATGTCCTTGGGTACTTGCACCATTAGTTCAGCCGGCACATATCGCGGCTTGTAGGATGCGTTGTAATAATGCAGCGTCGTGCCACGCCAAACGAGCGTCAATTCCTCTTCTGGAACAATGTGCTCGGCATCCCCGCTGCAAACCGGTTGAATGTTATACGGCACCATTGCGTCCGATGGTTGTTGCTGCCAACAAAGCTTTGCAGAAGCACTGTCATCCCCAGCGGTGCGAGGTATCTGGAACGCCGGGAACATGTGAGAGTTCCAATACTTCTCAAACCGTTCCACATTCTTACTGGCTGCGTTAACGAGGCGGTTAAACTCACGGATCGCAGAATTGTACGCATCCATATGCATTAAGCCCCCGTTTTGGAACCACGCGTTGGTGGATCCGTTCAAAAGGCGATTGCAATCGAGACCATGTTTAAACTCTAACGATGGCGTGATCGCATTCTGAAACTGCCCAAAAGACTTGCGCGACGACACCGGTTGTTGTTGTCGCGGCGCCAAGCCTTTCGGAAGGCCAAGAATGGCAGCGCGAAGCGCAAGTTCTTCGTTCGTCAAGAGTTCCATGTCTTAGTCCGAAATGTACACACTACGACAGACAGCAAGTAGTATTCCGAGTACGTGTATATATAATGCTAGTACACTGCACTCGAGAATGTGCACATTTCGAGACAGTCTTCTCCCCGCGTACAATGTACATGTACAATCAATTAATTGACGCCGCGCACAAAACAGAAAATACGAAATTCATCTATCCCTTTTGCGCTTGCCAACATCGTAGTAACTCCTGCACAGCCTTTGCGTCGGGGTGTGTCGTTACATGTCTCATGGCACCGTCAAAGTCCGTGGCACCCCATTGCTCTTTGCACAGTCGCATCATCTCCATGTCCCCATTTCCAACAGCCGTATGCAGCGCCTCGTCAACGTTGGTCGCTCCCCACTCTTCACGGCAAATGCACGCGATCCTTTGATGCCCGTACTGCACGGCATAGTAGAACGCTCCATTTACATTTGTTGCATGCCACTCTTCCATACATAAGCGCAAGACATGTTCATGACCGCGCATCGCAGCATGTACCATTGCTTTATCTACGTCGTCCCTGCATCCCCATTCGTCGTAAAAGATGCGCACAAGATCTAAAAAGCCACCGTAGGCCGCCATCGACATGGCTGTATCCAGATATGGCACAGGTACTGTATCACCGGACCGATCGCGGTGAAAGGAATAGCACAGTCGAACGAGATGTTCGTGTCCTCCTCGCGCGGCATAGCACATTGCTTCTGAAAAATCAGTTGCGCCCCACTCATGGGCGCACACTCGAACCAAGTGTTCGTGCCCACCCCGCGCTGCCATCTCCATGATTGTGTTCGCCTCAAAACTGTCACACTCGCTCGTTAAATTCGGAAACGTTGCTCGCAAAAACTCCAAGTGCCCAGCGCGCGCGGCGACCTTTAGAATGTAGAATAGTGTGTCTTCTCCGAGACGGTCATGTCGCGCCGAGCAGATCCAATTGAACAACGTCAAATTGCCACACGCCGCAATGTGTACCACGGAATCGTGCCAGACCTGCACATGCTTCGGTGTTAGGGCGACCCGCTCGCGGCGAGGGCTATACGCGCCGTGCCGACATGTGCGGCGCGCATCGTACGCAATTTGCCACGTGCGCCATTGGCGGCACGCAAGACTCACCAGCGGAGACATAAACGAAGGCACATACCCAGCAAAGAGAACATGGCGGAGCACGTCGTGTGTCAATATCGTGTTCATCACACGTGGTTACTCGGGGCAATCTTGGAGAGAATCAGCACACTGGCGTCATTACAGCAATACACAGTACCGAACGCACACAATAAATATACATAATATATGTACACAGACAAATATACACGTGTGTCGAAGTCAACTCGAGTCACTTTCGGTGATTGCCGTCTTCTCCGTCCGTCGCTGGGCCGTCAAGCATGATAGAGTACTGCTAACATTACCGCTACCAACACTATTAGTAATGGGATGATTAGAAGAAGCTCAGCATTCCACACATCACAGTCCATGTCACTCTGCCGCGCCAGCGACGCATACTGGCGTACGAGGGCGCCAAAAATAAAGTGATCATGTTTTCTAGATTCTAAATGAGCACGAAATTCATGCATGTGACCTGCTCTCGCTGTCTCCAAGAACGCTTCCATTAAATCAGGCGCAGCACCCCAGAACTTGAGGCAACACTGTACAACCCACAAATGACGACGTTCCGCAGCAAAGATCATAAGTTCGTCAATACTTGACACACCCCACACAACATGCACGAACCGCAACAGTTCTTCAGGGCCACCCACACGTTGCACTCCGTGAGGATATACCGCCGCAAGCAACGCATTCTCGGTGAACTTGGACCAATCACCACCATGATGCTTACTCAAGGACCAATCGTCACCACCACGCTTACTCAAGATCCAACGTAATAGGTGATAATGGCCGTGCTTGGCCAACTGGCACACCGACACCGACGATGACGGCGAGACCGATGTGGAACGGTCGCACATGGGACGAAACTGGCGGCATGTCAAACTTAATAGCACTCGGTGATCCGGTGCATATGCTTGCATCAGATGCCGCTGCACATCCGGAATAAGCACCGTGTCCATACTCTAATTACTACAACGAAAAATGTCTGCGCGCGAGTAAGCGTGTGGTGACACATTACCACATGGACAACTCGAGTTGTAAGATAAAAACATCACCGGGTCCCAACATGACCCAAGCATATAACTGTCTACACACCTATAGACTTTGTCGTACAAGTGTACTGCAGTGACACAGCGTACACATATACACCCAGAGTTAGGTCTTCACACGGACATACGACTGTGTGACACTGAATTAAATCAACCTCGAGACAATGATAAACTCGAGTGGGTTAACCATATATATGCAAAAAGTGTCACCACGTGCACCAAGAAGGCCATCATGATGATGAATAACACGGTATAACCAACTCGAGTTGCGGGAATAACATATCCATTCCTTTCGAGGTATCATTGTTCCGCCGCAACCCGTGTGTACACTTTTGTAGTACATGTACACACGGACGGTAGTATACTATGTACCCAGGATTGTGTGTCTTGACAAAAGTATATACACGTGTGTGACTGACTGTGCTACTGAATTTCGAGACGGTACAAAACTCGAGTGGGTCCATTATATTCGGTTTAGTGACAGAAGGGCGTCTCCGTGAGTAGTGCAAGTTGCATCTGCCCCGCATGTCTGCCGTGCTGGATGCGTTACTGCTGGATGATATTGTATATGCGGTGTGCAAGTACATGAGCGACCCATGCCAGGTGCATCGTCTCGTGCTCGTTTGCCGGACGTTGCTTCCACGGCCGCTGCTCGCCCTCATGTCGACGGTGGATACACGGACGCGGCGTATTTTCGATGCATTATGCGATAATGTCGACGCACACAAAGGGACACACCGTCTTCAACATCTCGTCCTTTCACATCATGCCGTTTGGAGCTTTGATCCTTCGTATAAAGACGTGAAGCGTTGGAACTTGACTTCCCGGCATTTCGCGTTGCTGCAGAGCGCGCGGCGATTGTCGATATCCATGTGGCTTTGGGTGCACGAGATCCCTCCGACAGTAACGTTGGAACGTGTGGAGCATTTGACTGTCATGCTCCCATCGTCCGATATGCCGCTATCCCGGATACAGAAAATCAGTGTAGAACGACAACAACGTCATGTCGGCAATGGCGAAGACAGCGGTTTTGGTGATCTTCGCGCGCAAGTAGAATCACTGCTGTCGGTCAGCGTCACAGGACGCGCAATTACGGATGTGCGACAACTGTACGATGTGTGGCGCATCCAGTCGTTTCCATGTGCCCAATTGAACGCCTTGAGGCACTTTGAATTGCATTTTGGAACAGGTGTATGTTTGCCACAGGCGTCGCTGCCAGTGTTTGCTGTTCTATGCCCAAAGTTGGAACGGGTCTCCTTGCCAGTCCTGTTGGGTGCGATGGAAGTACGACTTCCGAGTACAACCTGGATCGCATTTATGGAGATGGGTGGTGTTCCTACACTTGGACCGCGAGCGACAACCGCGCGAGTGAAAAGTTTGCTTGAGTTGCGGCGCCTACTGCATGATACATGTGGTGTCGATCTGAATCGCGTCGAGCGGAACAGATACTTGATGCGAACGCTGCTGAACCGTGTCGCACGGGTATCATTTTCTTTGGAAGCCGCATCCGAATTTGTGCAATCGTTTGCAGACGATTTGGTTGCTTTGGGGCGCTCGACCTTATTTCCCGGTATCATCGAGCAGGCCGTCTGGGCGCAGCCCCAGTCTCTCTTAAGTCCACGACAGTTGCTTGAGTGGCATCTCATCTCGTTGGCACGCCTCGCGGATGGTATCGAACTGGGTGTCCTGGAATCACATGTGAACAAAGTGATGAAGCACACGTTTCGCACGTATATTCCTGTGGAGACATGGAGATCTGTTCGCTTCGACGGATTTGCTTGTACCACCCTTATGCTCGGATTCGCGCAAAGTCGGGAGTACACACCTCACACGATAGAAACAATCTATCCTTTCCTGTGCGAAAATGCGTCTTTTTGGCCTGGGATGATTGGATACGATGTTTACGATGATGAGAGACAACACTTATTCGAGTCCTTTTTAAGGCTCACAGGCCACGCGCGGTGGCTCGATCTTCCCAACATAGCACACTTTGTGCAAATGGTGGCATGTGACGTATTGCTAAAATGTCACACGTCAAATCCGATTATACGCGAGGCCATTGTTGAGTACGACTTTATTGCCGACCTGTTTATACAGCCGCCGCGACAAATAGGCTGCGGTAGCGTACCTTCTGTGGGAAATCATCTCTGGCGATTCTGTGATGCATGTGCTGCAACTGTTACGTTGAAGCCACGGCAACTATCTCCCTACTGCTTGGAGTGCAGTGCCCTTTGTTTCATGGATAATGATTGATCGGTACTATATAATGTTAGATTGCACATATAATATCCATTTGTACATACACGAGCACACATGTATTCATTCACTCACACAAGGATGACAATGGGTACACTGTTATATGCGTCCAATGTAAATGTTCGGCCGGTCCTCTGCACCGTTCCGGCCCGTACGAGACCCTCATGCCTCCACCCTTGAATACTATTGAATGCATACTCTTGCCACATGTGTGCATGTGTTGGGTCAGCACGCGTTCTCTTTTCAAGTTCTTCACCTAATTTGAGATATAATTGGCGCACGTCAATCTCCATGCCGTGTTGCAAACCGTAGTCACCAGATGCAATCATATCTTGCACAACACTGTGAATGTAATTCCAGTCAACACTTGCCGGTAACTGGTTCGAAAGTTCCCACCCATTATCTTCTTCGTTGCGCAAAAGAATGTTCATCCACTGCAGAACGTCCACCAGAGAGTCCACATTGTCGGCCATCCAGTGATGCGTTTTCGCATCCGACAAGCGACACGATTTCACGAGATCTTCTTCAATAGAGAGACATTGCGGATTCGAAGCGCTGCTCAGGCAAATTTCCGCTTGGCTAAGGTGGTGCACTTCGAGTTCGTCCCAAAACGTGGCAGATAAATGCTGCGGTGCAGGTGGAGGGGTCCGTTTGAATTGCAATCCTGCCATGTTCGTCGTCTCTCTGTGTGTATGAATGTATATGCACAAAGATACTGACACACAATACTGACGCCGGTACCTTTATGCACATCCGCCAAAACATGTGACATACTTATTTTCCGCTCATACTCGAGTGCGTTTGTTGGATGCAAAAACGAACCGCATATATACACACTTTATTATGCAGAGAACACACTGCGTCATCACACTCGTTTCTGTAGTACTGCAGTGGCTTGCTGCTGTAACCACCGCGCACACAGTTTCGAAATCGAAGGGTGTGACGACATGCGCGACAATTCGTCAATATCGCTCGCACCGTACTCGTCATGACACAATCGCACAATGCGTGCGAATCCCCGTCGCCCCGCAAGCAACATGGCACCATTGACGTCTGTTGCGTTGTATTCGTCGTGGCACAGTCGCACAATATGTTCGCGATTATACAACGCCGCCTGTCGCATTGCCTTATTTACATCCGTTGCCTTATACTCATCATGACACAGCCGCACGATATGCGCGTGGCCTCCTGCCGCTGCAGATGTCATTGCCCAATCCACGCTTGTTGCATTCCACTCGTCATGACATAGTCGTACAATCGCTTCGTGGCCGCCGCGCGCCGCTTCTGCCATGGTAGTAAGCACATCTCTGGCGCCACGTTCGTAGCACCACCGAACAATCTTTTCGTGACCGCCACGTGCGGCTGCAGACATGACAACGTCCAACCCGAAACGATTGATGTAGCCATACTCTTTGCGACAAAGGCGCACAAGCTTGAAACGACCCCCGCGCGCAGCCGCTGCCATCACCTCCTCACCGCCGTACATGCTCCACTCGTCCCGGCACACACGCATGATATGTTCATGGCCGCTTCGTGCGGCGGCAATCATCGCATCCTTTACAACGTTCGTGCCACTATACGAACTGAGACAGATCGTGGGCCACCAGTCCATAACACATAATCGCACGATCCGTTCATGTCCACCACGCGCGGCCGCGGTAATCACACGGTGTGCACAGTTGTCAAGAACCCCTTCACAGTCGCGGTCCCATACATGATGACACTGTTTTAGCACTTGTTCCATTCCAGCGTACGCGGCCGCACCCATCAGTGCCTTCCGCTGGTCCATCAGGTTTCCGCACGCTCTAACTTTGTCATCAGCGGCGGTTTCGCTTGTGTCGCTGCCAACGGGCGTCGTTGTTCGCGAAATGAGCCAACCAAGGAGATATCCGTATCGCTCGCGCGCCAACTGGTCAGGCGTCACCCCCACAAAGAGGAACGGTTCTTCTTCCTCGTCATCTGCATGCTGTGCGGCGACCTTGAGCTCGAACTGTAAGATGTACTGTTGCCAACGGCGGCATGCCAGCCGGTTGAGTGGTGCATGTGATGCAGCATACGTTTCTAAAATATAAGTTTCCACATCGGGAATAAGATGATGCATACCAAAGAGTATGTCTGTACGCACAAATTCATTTCACGAACATAAGCAGACCCCGTATGTGTTCGCTGTACGGCAGTCTCGAGGTCGTACATGTGAGGCTCTCTGACTCGAGTTTGTGTGCGGACACACATAAATACGTCGCGAGTGAGTACATACACGCTATCTATACTGTGAGAAAACAAGAACATGTCTGCCAAAAAGACCTCGCCAATGACGACTGCCACAGTTGCGGCGCCCAAGCATCAACGTGCCGTTATTTTTTACAGTGGTGGAGATGGTATGATCTCGTTTCGGCGATTGATTCGCGTGTTTGGTATTGCAGACGACGTATTGCTGCGTTACATTCGACAGTTTAGCAATGCGGACTCGGAAGACGATGACGAGAATAGTGACGACGGTGGTTCTGGTGACAGTAGTAGTGGATCTGGAGCCGCGTTGCTGGGAGAAATCTTTAGTGGTTACATGGGCACGAACCTGAAAGAGTATTTTGAGAGTGCTCGGGCTCGGTATGACAATCCGTTTGGGTTTGTGGTTGGCCCGTACGGATCGTTTTTTGTGCGCGTGACGGATGTACTGCCCGACAAGGAGGACTTGATTCTGTGCTTTGTCAATTCGTGCAAGTACGATTTGCCGGCGTGTTTGGAGATTTTGTTAGGCAAGTGGCATGGCACACCCATCGATCGGGACTTTATTGAACCGGAACAACACGAGCTCGCTACTATCGCCTTTGACGGGCTCCACTGTCCGACAGGCAAAGTAAATGTCGTGTACGGCGGGTTGGATGAGCCCACGGAACAGAAGTATGCAGGAGTCAAATATCGCATGGTGAATGATGAAAAGAACTTTGTCGAGTTGTTCGGCACGCACCACAGCGAATCATTGACAACTCGGCTTCATAAAGCGTGGAAGGCATGGGACGAATTTTAATAATTGACAACAGCCAAAAAAGAGATGCTCCCTCAGCCAGGAATCGAACCTGGACCGCAAGGACTTCAGCCTTGTATGCTCCCAATTACACCACCGAGGGTTGTACACGGCCACAAACGTGGACAAATATAAAATATGTCTCTCTCTCTGATTTTTCTTTGCTTGTAGGCCTCGTGGCGACGAAAAAAGAAAATCCTCCCTCAGCCAGGGATTGAACCTGGACCGCAAGGGCCACAGCCTTGTATGCTCCCAATTACACCACCGAGGGTTGTACCGGACCAGAGGCACAAACAAATCACATATATGACACTCTCTCAATGAATTTTTATGTACAGCATTGTTGGCGGCACGTATGTGCAACATGAATGGCAGGAGATCAAATGGCAGGTTTCGTCCACGCAATTTTCTTGGTTTCATCCTTTGGATCCCGCGTGGCGAAGAAACGAACCAGCGACGCTGTGGATATGACATCAATTCCCTTTGCTCCAAGTTCCAACACGTCAACTGGAAGATATGCCTTCCACTTGTACGCGGGCTTGCCCTCATGTTTCGAGTTTGCAAAACACGTCAACTTTGGACACGATCCAGGTTTACGATCCTTCTTCAGACTGTCCAGCACGAGGCGGAAAGTGTGGGACTTGAAATTCAGAAACACAATGATTGGATCGATGTCCTCCTTTGATTGCCTTCTTACTCCATGATGCGTAATGACGCGACGAAGCCACTTTGGAACATCCTGCGCTGCAATGGGCGTGTTGAAAAGAACATCGATGCCCGATCGCAACAGACGTGCATCCGCAGTGTGTGTCAACTTCTCAATCAATGATGCAACCCAAAACTTGTTTGCCGTCCAGAACTCTGCTTGCTCGATGGCGTCAATTTGCACACGCAACGCCTGGAGAGACAAGGTTTGCTGCGAAGGCAAGGGCTTGACAATCTCTGGTACGGGAGATTGAATGGTACCGTCCGCGTTCTTGGATAAGATGAGTTGCGACTTCTTTGGGAGGTGTTTCTGGTGTTTCTTGCCCGCAGCGTTGCCGCCGTCTTTGAGGGGCCCATCAACAATTGGCACACGATGAAGGGTGGGGAGTGTCACCGTATCGGATCCGCTGCGAATCGTTGCCCCATACTTGACATGCACCACTTTGCCATCGTCTGTCGTGCGCTGGATACTGTACGACACATAAATCTCCGCATAGCGCTCCTTGAAGTACGCATGAAGCACCTGTGGATCCGCGACAGGTGCAATGTGTGTTTGTTCATCGGAAGAAGAAGAGGAACTTACAGAGGCCATAGTGTGTTGTAATTGATCAATGAGTGCGGTGCGACAACGAAAAAGGTCTCCAAAAAGATAAATGACCCGAACACAAAAGAGATAGACTGGCAAAATACACATGCCAAACGAGTTGGCAACAAAAAGGTGCATGCATTTGATATCGTGCGAATAAATATATAGTATGATGTTGTATTGACACTATGCGAAGAGTATGTCATACTCGAGTCTGCAGTAGTGTGTGAGTGGGTATATTTGTATGTCCGGCCGGCCAAAAGATATCCACATACTCTCTTTTAACAAATGTCGGGACTTGGACCAGACAATGCTGCGGCGGCGACTAATATTATTACCACGAAACGGCTCGTGTCGGTGATAATAGCGAGTGATCAAAAGTGGAACGATGCAACGGCACACTTTGCGGACCGCGGCATTGTGATCAAAAAACGCTATGGTCACGTCTGCGAAGTTTGGGTATCCACCACGTACGTACATATAGAATTTACATGCATTCGGTACTCTTCTCTGATATTGTCCGCAACAACATATTGTCCGCAACAACAGTGATACGGCAATCCCATGGTTAGAATCCACCGGCGCAATCAAAACGTACCCGCCTGGCTTCGATCCTCGACAGCCACATTCCATCGACATGCACATATAGTGTATAACTTATTACACGTTTGTATATGTACTACGTGTATTCAAGCCAAAGAAACTAGATGAGCCTAAGTGTATTCTAACGTATATTCTGCACACCACTGGTGGAACAATTACATCATGTTATTACACCAATCGTTCAATATGAACCCGATCATGTTGCTTGACGTCGAGAGTATAAATACTCTCAGTGGTGTCATCTTTGTAGGCTGCATAACCTGAATCCACAATCAACGCATCCTGAACAATGCGTCGTTCATACACCTGCTCTGGTTTCAACACGACGACACGCAACGGGTAGAACGGTTCGGGTGCCTTCCGCCACCAAATTACACCACCCATAGCGTCGGCGTATTGCGAATTTAAGTATGTCTGCAGGAGATCGAGCGGTGCACGATGCTTGGTCATCCACACCAAGATGGCATCCGTGATCAGGTCTTTCTCACCTTTCCCGAGTGATCCTGTGCCACGGACAGCGAGAGGTTTCCTGTCACCCCCTTTGCCGTCAGACTTGAGATAAAAGTACCCGTGTGGCGCACCAAGCGCCTCCATATTCAAAGACAACCTTCGTGTTATCGGATTGTGAACCGGAACGACAACCTCCATCTCTCGATCCACAATAATCCACGACACATTATTATTGTCACCTGTTGTACCAGCAGTAGACGATCCTGCCGGAACGATCATCACTGTTGATGCGGAAGAGGAGGCTGCTGACATTCGCGCCGAGATGATGATTTATCTGTGTAGAGGTGACACGCGCACACAGACAAGTTTGCATATATTAGCCTTCGTGAGTGTGCTCAAAGCGTATGACATCTCGAGTGTCATACATCTCTCGAGATTACTATGATCAGGTGCCTGTATATATATTCAGAAAGCTCGGCGCTGCCCCACTGAAAGACACAAAAAGCATTTGCATATTCTCTTGCATAATAACCGCTCACTCTACATACATCCAACGAATGGGCTTACTCCAGTCATCGTCACACACCGCAGACTACGCGCCACTGCCGACCCCAAAGCAAACCACCGAGTGGGTGATACCCGCCTCAAAACCCTACTCCTACTGCTACTTTCTGCAACGCTCGGAACAGACGCCGACTGAAATGCAAATGAGGTTGCATGTAGAGACAGAGCCATTCGTTCGCCGCCCCGTGAGCGCGGAAGAAGCCGATGCGCGGATCCGACGCGTGTTGTCAAAACGTTTGGATCGGCCAGGTTCCTACGCCATCGTGATGGACTATTATGAAATAAGGGTCTACGTGGTTTATCAAGGCGAGGTGTTTGTCATGCCGCGGTTGATTATCGACCGCACGAAACAATGCTTTTTGATAAACCACGACGGTACCGTGATCGAATTTCGCGAGCTCCCGAGATTCTTTTTGCACTACGAACGGTTCTTGACCGAAATGATTATTTGCGTTGTTGCGCACAAAGCTCCGGCGATACCCGATCCGAAGGTGTTCGAACAGTTGCGAAAAGTGGGCTTGAGTCTTTGGGCCACCTGCGACGAAGCGGCGCAGAAGAGAGCGGAAAGTTTACCGGGCACTAGCGCAAAAGTTGCCTAAATTGCTTCTGAAAAAAATGTTCATTTATGTGTGTGTCTCTCTGCTCTCTGTACATACATACATATTACACACTACAACAACCCCCGGTATATTTCTCAGACAAGAATCGTTCAATATCCGCATGTCCCATCAGACGCGCACGTGCGAGAGCATCGTTAATCTGCACCGCCGTCGCCTTGTACTCGTCGCAGCACAGGCGAACGATGCGTTCATGACCACTGGCAGTGGCAGCGATCAAGGCCTTTCCGACGTTACTGGCTCCCAACACATCATGCGCGAGTCGCACAATGTTCTCGTGTCCGCCGCGCGCCGCCTCGCTCATAATTTGTGTCACATCCACACACTCTTCCTCTGGCAATGGACCCACATAACCGAACCGTTCGGTGTACAACCACTTTAACAGTTCTTCACGGCCTCCGCGCGCAGCCTGCTCGGCAATTAAAGAAAACCCCATCGCAGTTTTTGGTTTCCACTCATCACACCACTGGCGCAATAAATGCACATGTCCACCACGTGCAGCCGCACCTAATATGAAGGGTCCGTAAAAATCCAAAAAAGACATGGAGGAATCGACATAATGGATCGTATGCCATACGTCTATAAGGAACAGCATGATTCTCTCGTGACCGCCTCGCGCGGCCTGGTATACCAACTGGACGTCCACCACTTGCGGCGGAAACGACCCGTCAAGAAACTGGCGCACTAATTCTTCACGCCCGTGCCGGACCGCAGCCGTCAGACAGTGTTTAAACGTGCACTGCCGCAGCCATCGTTTCGCGCCCATGGACTGCGTCCAACGCAACAGTCCAATACCGCCGTCGCGCGCAACATCCGCCAGCGAAATCGCACCCCTATTGCTGATCACGGTTGGAATGGATAATGCTTTGTTTTCTGCGGAACAACCACAACAATAAACAGGTGCTTTCGCACAGCATAAATTCATCAATATGCGCCATCGACGCGACACAAGGCAGATCAAGGGCATATACGAGGCACCGACATACGCGTGCAACACATGTTTTTCAACATCGTGAACGAGATGCTCCATGACGCTGACGTGAGATAAATACGCGTAAAAGAGACATGCCACGTAACAGACACGGAGACGTTACGCTCGAGACAAAGTATTTTCAAATATACAACTCGAGTTTTGGATTATATATACATTTATATTACGCAAGAAATACGGTGATGGCTTTTACGTGATAGATACAAAAACATGGGTGACTAACTGTACCTGTGTACACATGGCATCATGTCTCTCTCCTGTACACTTTGGGTCGGCTGGGAGTGCACAGTCCACGGGTGTACATATAAATTATCTCACAACTCGAGTTGGTTATGCATGTAATCTCCTACACCAAGTCTGCTCGATGGCGGGCTTGCGTGGGTTGTGTATGAATGCACATGTAATGAAAAGCGGCTCTCGTGTGTGAATAAAAAATAATGTATTACATATAATGTGCGAGAAGGAAAACATATAGAGCGCACAGTCGTCTCCTACTGCTGCGCAGGCTTGGCTTCTTCGGCAACCCACGGGTTGAAGGGAGGCTCCAACCAATTCTGCACATCCTTGTACGTCTTCAAAAACTCCTCCTCCGTCATCGTGCAATCGGTTTCAGGACAAAAGTTGGTCTCATTCGCAATGCGCGCAAACGTAAAGGACATGATGTTAACAGAGTTGGTTTGATCCGTCTTGCTCATGCAAGAACGAGGAATCAAACTCTCCATCGGATCCCACAAGATCCCGCGGTGTGACTTCGCAGGCGCCAATCGATACGCAAGAATCTCACAATGGTGCTTGTAATACTCGTTGGTCGCATGCGGAACAAAGTACAAGCGCTCAAACACACGCTTGGACATCATTTGCGCAACGGAATTGCGAGTGAGAGGATTAGTCGACTCGCGAACGTTTTCAAACGAACAATTGAAATCACCCAACCAATTCCACACTTGCTCCTGTTCCTCCGTCGGTTCCCATCCGGGACGAATTTCATTCGCTGTCTGTTGTGAGGGGTCCACAGGCTCCTCTTGTGGCGAGCATACGGACGTTAACTCAGGTACCACGGCAATAGTGGCGATCGCTGCGGCGGCCATGAGAAATATCTTTTTGCGAATGCGTGAACACAAGACACTGTTCTACAAATGACCGCAAAGAGTCGTTCTCGTAGGTCGGCATAACTCGAGACTTGGACAATTCGAGACAACGTTACACACTCGAGTGTGTCTCACATATGGATCGATTAGTGTTTTTGTTGTGTACAAGTCTCTCTTGTGTCTGACGGTGCTACGTGTTGTTGTTGATCCACCTGTCTATATGGAACCTTCCACGAGTACCGCAAAAGTGGCTCCACCATCTGTAGTGAAACCGTCAAAGGGAAGTATTCCCCTCTCGGACGGCAAGTATGGCATTGGACGCGTCACAACGCGGGGAGAGTTACCGCAAGGTCTTTCCTTCTTGTGTCAGGTAAGGAACGGTGAGGTCGTTTATCCGGCCGAGGGGAACACGTTGTATGATTTTTGTTCAGAGTATGTCCTGCGATCAAGGGACTGGTCTCTCAATAATTTTGATTACGGTTATTATGTCGCGAGGATGGATGATGCAACCGACGACACAAAACAGGAAAGCCAGAGGTCCTTCTTTTCAGGGCTGGTGGATTATTTTCTTACTCGTCGCATCCGAGAGTAGTATTGATTGTGCGCATCAGGATGCAAACTATGAGTGGTTTTGCGTGTGTGGATAATATACATATTATTACGTAGTGTATTGTTTGTCGGCACCTATAATTAGTAAGATTGAGAATATACAGAAAACGAGCAAGGAAGGCGAGTGGAATAACGTGGTGACGCACATGTCCAGAACATCATCTCCATGTCGAATCACACTTGTGCGGGGCGATATTACACGGTTTGCAGAAGCCGATGCTATTGTCAACCCGGGCAACGAAACGCTGCTTGGATGTTTTACACCGGGTCACACGTGTCTGGATAACCAAATTCACGCCCGTGCGGGACCGGAACTGCATCGGGTGTGTGCCGCGATCATGCAGTCGCGCACTGCGCAACCGGGCGAATGCATCCTTACGGAGGGATTTTGTCTCCCCGCGCGCCATGTAATTCACGCGTACGGTCCCAATGTGCACCTGCTTGGTGAAGTACGGCCCGATTTGCTCATGCAAACGTACCAAAATTGCTTAACCATTGCGGCACAGCATAACCTAAGGTCCGTGGCATTTCCGACCATCTCGACGGGTCTGTACGGTTACCCGAAACAGGACGCGGCTGCCGTCGCCTTTCGTGCCGTCGTACAGTGGATGAAGCGTGCGACCCCTGATACCTCGCTGCGACAGGTATTCTTTGTTGTGTTTGATGAGGAAGACGATCGTGCGTACAAGGAGTGTATTCGCTCTGCCGCAATGTAAGCATGGTCTCTTCGCAGTCTGTGTTAGTTATTGAGATTATACACGTATATATTGTGTGATACATATGTGCGGAGTAGCCCAGATAAATCCTGTTGAACGTTCGTTTTTGTTCTCTCCCATGTATGATATAATCATAATTATACACCTCCACCCACAACTCTCTATCTGTGGCTGTGTGTGTACAAACTACACGTAGAGTCAAACTCTATGAAGCAATTTCAATGCAGACTGAACACACGTGGTTGGTAAATAGTCCGCAAAGTAGGCGACTGCTGCAGGCGTCAGTTGTTCACGGATACTCTGCGACGCTTCATACTCTTTCTGCAGACACAGAAAGATATGCGGTCCCGACGGTCCCATCCATGCACTTCGCTTCGTGAGCGGTAGTGTTCGATCTTCAATAATGTCATGAATACGGCCCCCTTGACACGGTTGTTGTGGTCCGAGTTCTACGCCACTCGTTCCGCCGCTGCACGGGAAGTACCCGAACAGCGGACCCCGCCACGCATCTTTTAGCATATGCACCGAAACTGCAATCACGAGTTGTCCATCAATCGTTTGGAGTAACAGTTTGTTCTTTGGATGCACACGTTTCCCACAGCGCCACGGTTGTGTCAACGCGTCGTAGTCGGGATCGTCCCATCCAACATCATCACCATGTCCCGTCGCCATATTACAGCAACATACCACTGACCAAGTAAGTCAGTTGTTGCAGCAATGCTCCAACAGACATGCATTATTATTACAACTCGAGTTGTTCGTTTGCATGTACTGAGCGTACATAGCCTCTTCTTGTTTTCTGAAAACACACACGCGCATACAAGATACAAGTAGATGTCGAACATGAATGTACTCGTGCGAGATGTGCTGCGCACTATTCTGCTCACGTATATCACATCCCCACAACGACGATTGTGCGCCCTTGCCTGTCGACCATGGTCCACCCATCTCCGCGATGTGTGTGAACGGGAATTTGGGATCCGGTCCATTGTGAGCCTGAAACAGTTGGCACGGGAAGGGCGTAGCGACCTGTTGCAATGGATCCGTAAGATGCGCGCACCCCGAGATTGGTCCAACGACACGAAACAGAAGCTCATATTCGCCGCCGCGCGCTGGGGACACACACCACTCGTGCGCATGGGTAAAGATGACTGGAAGGCGCAACATCTCGTCGAAGTCATCTTGTACGCCGCAAAGGGTGGACACGAAGACATTGTGCGACTGTGTGTTGAAGAATGGGAGGATCGTCCACTTCCTCTCGATTGGGCCATGTCGAATGCTGCGCACTGTGGTCACGAAGGTGTGGTGCGCTTATGTCACGATGTGTTTGGTGCGCGGGATGTCGACCGAGCGATGGCGAGCGCGGCCGAAGGAGGCCACGAGTCCATTGTGCGCGTGTGCTACGAGCAATGGAATGCGGTGGACGTCAATCGAGCTCTTCACCGCGCTGCACAAGGTGGCCACGAACACATCATGCGTCTTTGTCACGATCAGTGGGGTGCGCGCGACGTTAATTTGGCAATGATTGTTGCGGCGTGTTGGGGACACGCGCACATTGTTCAAATATGCTACGACGAGTGGGGTGCCAGTGCCACCGACGTACAGGACACCTTGAAGAGCGCTGACGCAAACGGTTTCCAGGAAATTGTAAACATGTGCCGCCAATGGCTCGCTACTACCGCACGTGATCGCGTATCACACCGTGATGCATACATGTGGTGGGAAGGGGACTATGAATGACCTCCCGCACCGTGCTAGTTGTACATATATATACGTGTAATATTGTTTTGGTTTTTACATGGGGGTGTCCGCGCGATCTCGTTCAAAGATCCACGCATCACATAAGGAAACAATCTGATCATGATGCTTGCGCGCTGCCGAGCATCGTGCGCTCTCAAAGTCATCTGCGCCGTATTTCTCCTTGCACAGTCGAACAATATGTTCGTGACCTTTTTCCGCCGCAGCCGCCATAACATCGTCCATGTCAGTGGCAGACCACTCCTCGATACAGATGCGGATACCGTCTTCATCACCGTTTGCGGCTGCACTCTTCATTAGTTTGTTCAAGTCGGGTTTCGCACCCCACATATCACGACACATGCGTGCAAGTCCAACATGTCCAAATTCAAAAGCACACTCCATTGCCGTATTTACAGACGTCGCTCCCCATTCATCATGACAGACGCGCACTAATTGCACATGTCCACCCCGTGCGGCATTTGTCATGGACATGGCCACTGCCATCCGGTCTCTACAGTTCTCATAGGTATCGTGTAAGAAGCGTACGACATGTTCGTGGCCGCCTCGGGCTGCAGCAAGCATCGCAGGGAAAAACCGCTTTGTTGCTCCCCATTCATCAAAGCATATGCGCATGATATGCATGTGGCCGCCACGTGCGGCACGTTCCATGACGCTGAAAACAATGTCCGACAAGTTTGTATTGCTGTGGTTGAGCGCGTGATAACGGCGCACATAGACTTCGTGACCTCCCCGTGCCGCATACAGCATCAACTCATCGGATGCAAGCCAACACCCTATGTACGTGTTTGTGTTTGCGTCTAGAGCCTTAGCATGTGACTGCTCAAGTTTTTGAATCAAGTCTGCGTGCCCACCGCGTACGGCGTTGCGAAATGCGACCCAGCCCAAGGGCCATTTCCACACATTCAAACACAGGGTCACGATCGCATCGTGTCCGCATCGCGCTGCAACCGAAATAATCCGTATACGCTTGGACTCTTCCCAGTAGAAGCAGTGCGCTGTGTGATTTTCACCCACCCACTGCACCAGTGCCCGGTTCCCGTCGCGCACAACGTCTATAATTGAATAGCGCGTGCACTTTGGGTAACGACGAAACAAGGGGTCTCCGTTGTTTAGCACCCAGGTGCGCCATCGACCACATGCACGCGCGACCATTGGCATGTATGCCCGCGCATAATCGCGGAATATTTGCGCCTGTACATCAGCGACCAGTGTTGCCTCCATGTGTACAGCGCCAATAGTGCTGTGTGTAAAAGAAACCACCAACACATACATAGAACTGCATTCATTACATGTATGTAAACAACTCGAGTTGGTGCATGCGCTACACTTACCTACTCTTCATTGTTTTTTAGAAACCTAGGTGTGCAAACGATACTATCTCCATATTTCTGTGAGAAAGAGACGTAAAATCTTGCGTATCTACACCCCATACACGTGAGCGCTGCGCCTCTCGTTCCCACACCGCATACATGCTTACGAGCGAGTGCGAAAGCTCTTCTTCGTCGTCCATATATTGATCCCCAGCAGCACCATTATGTTGTGTGCGAACAACACGCGCTTCCTTTGCACCCCACGCGTTCACACACAGATCGACCACCGCCGTATGTCCGTTGGCCATTGCAGCACACATGGCCGCGTGAATATCACGCGCATGAACCTCCTCGTAACACATGCGCACTAACTCGACATGACCGGTACTCGCCGCTTGTCGCATCGCCATGTTCGCATCTGCGCCCATGCCCAACGCCCATCGTAGTAAGTGTTCATGGCCTCCGCGCGCCGCATTCAACGCTACAACATCCATATCCCAACAATCATATCGCTGAAATAAATGTTTCACAAGACTTTCGTGACCGCCGCGCGCGGCAAACGAAAACAACGCACTGGTAACATGACAGACGAACACATCACTTACCTTCCGATTAAACCACGTCAAACAGGATTGAACGATATCAACGCGGCCGCCACGTGCGGCGGCATAGACAGCGGAACAAACGAGTTCCGACGACTCACTTTGTTGCCAGTCCAGCAGTTCTAAAATGCACACGTGACCACGGCGCGCCGCCAGTTCAGCCATCACTTTGCGCATTTCTAGCGTCCAGTCCCGTAATGGTCCTCGCCTCTGTCGTATCCAAGCAAGCAACTGGCCATTGCCATCCGCAGCGATGCGCACTGCGGACGAAGAATGAAATTCCAACCGCAAATTCCTCCCCACATATAGCATAACATTGTTCTTTTTATTTGCAATCCTGTACGCACAGCGTTGCCATTTCAGACACGCCTGTTGCACGAGCGGAAGATGATGCGCGCGGAGATACAGGCTCAGTACGTGACACAACACGTCATCGGCTAGCACGTCCATTGATATATTGCGAGTGAGTGCCGGTCAACCGAAACGATATTTAATTAGGCGCGCACACATACAGACACAAAATGAAGTGCCTGTCACAGAAAGGAGATAACCTCGAGTGGACCCCCAGCGAGAAGGGTCATCTAACTGCAGACACTTAGCACGACGAGAACGGATGCTAAATGACACACTCGAGTTTAAACCTTATAATGCCATCACAAACATCGTGCACTTTTCTCAGTAACTAGGTGGATGTGTACACGGACACACTACAGGGTGACGAAACACCTCTGTACATCTTTCACTCTGTACACCCATGTTGGTTGAGACAGACAGTGATACATGTATCACGAATATATTATTATTTTATTCATCAACTCGAGTTGTATATTTGGGTGCAAGGAGGATACTCACCCAAATACATTATATCGGTAGGTGTGATACATAATGTATATAGGACCACTCGAGTTTCTGGTTATTATTTGTACGTGTGTGATGGAGTCATCAGTACTTTTGTCTAGTAAATCAAAGTGAATAATACACGGGTGACGTGCTTCAGTAGGGCTGTGTACGTGTACACAAACCAGTGTTGAGGTGAACAAGTATTTGTGTGCAATACGTCCACCATGGATTCTGCACAAACTCAAGTCGACACTTTGCAGTGGAGTGTTCTCGATTCCATTTTCTACGACTTTATTACCACCAACACATTGAAGGGACGTAATTCGGACCTATCACAACTTTTGGACAGTGAACGCGATTATCATGCGAAGTTTTACAAATACTCTCATCAATCGGTGCCTTATCTGGCAACTGTGCAATGGGTTGCCAGAGGAGAGAAGGATATTCTTTGCATTCGGCTGAATCATAACGGGGACATTTACGGCGAAAACGGAAACGGAAAAGTAACAGTCAGACGCGACTGCGCTCGGCACTGCTTCTCTGACTGGATTCAATTCGACGAAACAGAAGTGCGCAAGGCTCTTCCTCAACTCTTCAGTTTGACACAAAAATTGCGACGGGATGGGCAAACTGCTTTTCCTCATACCTGTGACTGCGTGGTGTACTATCACCCACATCAACAGCGTGTAGACATTCGTTTACGTTCTGTGGTTGATAGATGCCCCAATTTGGATATTTGTTACGAGGCTGGCGTGCCATTCGAGGATCCTTGGTAAATAGAGTGGTTCACATGTGGTTTTTGTCGTGGAATGTGTCGTTAAAGCAGTGTATCGTTGTTGTATGATATGTTGGTATGTTTTGTCTTTTAGAGTATCTATGTTATGTGCGCGCACTGGACGCGAGTCACACATGTCTAGTTGTTGGTACGATGGAACGGTCTCGAGTTTTTCCGCATACAAACCTGATATATTCGGCCGTTTCTTTTGCTATTCGTTTGTTCGTTGTGTGAGTATAATCGGAGCACAGATACATTGGTATTAATGAACTTCATCCTGACCGACGATGTGCAGAAATTGTTACTGACAACATATGTTCCTGCATGTTATATTCCTTTGGTTGCGTTGTCCTGCCGGTCTGTACAAAATCTCGTTGCACGTGCAGCCCACGCGATCGCAAAGTGTGCTCCGTCACGGGAGGCTCCAGGTGCTCCGACCTTGATTGAGTTGGTGCGCCAGGATGACAACAAGGTTGATCTGTTGCGGTGGATACGAAGCATGCGTTCATCACCGTCATCGGCACCTACTGCGGGCCAGTTCAGAGCGCCATCGCACTGGTTGTCTGTACACACGCAAGCGAATATCATGTCTGTGGCCGCCCGTCACGGGTACTCTGCGACGGCAACGCTCTGTTTTGACGAATGGGGTATACATGATATCGGCCCCGCTTTCCATAATGCTGCCCGTGGTGGTCACATTGACCTCGTACGGCGTATCTATCTTGACTGGAATAAGAGATTGAATATTGTATTTGGGCTTAATCCATACAGTGCAATGTACTATGCTGCCCGTGGCGGTCATATGAATATTCTACAGATGTGCCTCACGGAATGGCACTGTACGGAATTGTGCGCTCACCACAGTGACGCAATGGTGGCAGCAGCCCGTGGTGGACATGAAGATATTGTGCGCTTACTACATGACTCTTATGAGGCATGGAGTGTCGAACCCGCAATGATTGCGGCGGCTGGCAAAGGACACATGCATCTTGTTCGACTGTGTCACGACGAATGGGGTGCAACCAATGCAACCCATATCAACTCTGTTATGATTTTTGCTGCGGAGGGAGGGCATGAGGAGATTGTGCGAGTGTGTTATGTGGAATGGGGTGCCCGTGACGTCTTTCACGCGCTGCGACTAGCAGCGTCGGCAGGACATGAACACATTGCAACATTCTTTTTCACTACGCATTATGATATAATCAACGTGTTGAAGGATATTATACGACGCGAAATGTTAGCGGAAGTTCGTATGACGCATATTATTCACACGTGTCGCGTGTGGATTGACAAATTTTCATTATTGACCAAGTAAACAAACCCTTTTTTGTATGCCCGTATATGAATGTGCCCTTTCTCTATGTATGTCGAAAATGATGCCGTCGTCGGTGGCGCTGTGTCCATCTCGAGAAAGTCATGTGTCTCGAGTCAGGGTGAGATCCTAGGCAGCGGGCCATCACGACACACAATATACACAGTTACACTTGACACTGCCTCGGAGTACGAAACAACAATATGGCGACAATTTCTCTCAAAGTCACCCCTGACCCTACAACGGTGCAGAAGGCCGCGGAGGACGCTGCCGCTACGATAGTTGATTCCACGTTTATGGAGCGATACAATCGCACAACGGGCGCGTTGATGACTGCCCTTATTGGTCGCGTGGTTCTTTCGCGGTTACCTGTGCATGCACGCGTCGTGCGATTCTTCACACCCACCGTGCTTTCGGCGGGCATCGTTTCGGTGGGCGTAGCACCATGTTCAGCGTCGGCGCTGGGTGACGTGCGCACGCAGTTTGGACACGTTCGTTCTAGTCTGCCGACAAAGCCGTCTGCGTTCTCGGCCGATTGGTTCAAGGTTGGTCTCTTTTATTTTATTGCAGGTGCCGAGTCTGCCGGCGTGCTGTTTGGTAAAGTTACCCGTGCCATTGATTCCATTCTGCCCGACGTGGAGTAATTGTACAAACAAACTGTGTATCGGAGAGACCTCGTGTGTTTCATTAATGAACGTATTTACAAAGACAATTCATTCACTGGATTGGGTCACTATGTACACTCAGTACGAAAGAAATCCTGTGCTCAACATTCGCGTCGTCTTTTGGATAAATACGAGAAAATCCAATAGCGGCATTTTCAAATCTTTGGCGGCAGCGCGAAAGTCAGTCACAAATGCGGTGTGCTCGTTTGCATCATACCCTGGAAGTGAGCAAAGAATCATTCGTTCTTCTTGGGTCAATCCATCATTATCCACAGTCGTGGGCACGTGTGACATGTTGTAGCGCAATCGATAGATCTGTGCACTCACAGTATCGTCGCACTAGAACAATTGATTGCGGCTTGCTCTCAAATTAATAATTGACCTTTGTATTATATCCTTGCTCTCACTCGCTACGAGAGATGTCGGTATTTATTTTCGATATAGGAAACAATCAACACTCGCGTTTGTTGCTGTATATACATGCGCAGCACATCAGTATCACTGTATCGCATCCATCCATTGTGTGCACAGTTTCACAACATTGGCATGTTTGCCCTGCTTGGCGCGTCGTTTTGCTGATCTCACGTCTGTTGCACCCCATTCTTCGTAACACATGCGCACGATTTCCACGTGGCCATTTTCAGCCGCCGTCAACATGGATCGATTCGCCCAATTTGTTAGAAGGCGACGATCCTTATATCGATGTAATTGTTCATAGCATAATCGGACAGTATCCATATGACCGGCAGAGGCAGCAGACTCCATCGCCTGACCCATGACCTCGGAGGATACCCCGTTGCCCCATTCGTCACAGCAAAGGCGTACAATGGATGCATGTCCGCGCCAGGCTGCCCTTTTTACGGCAGCGCCCACCTCCGTTGCCCCCAACTCGTCGTGGCAGAACCGCAGGAGATCTTCGTGACCGTTGCCGGCTGCAAACACCATCGCCTCATTCACAGTATTATAATCTTGAATTTTCCACTCATCATAACACAAGCACACAATGGACAAATGTCCGCCACGCGCGGCCGATGTCATGACCTCCCGTAGTACCCACACCGGCCAGTCATGTTCAATAGTGTCGTCCTCCTCCAGGTCCGTGTTCTCTTCCGCTCGCGAAATGACCCTGTCCCGAAAGCATTCTCGCACTAGCCTTTCATGACCACCATACGCTGCCGCCGCCATCGCACGAGATAGGTCGGTCCCGTCCCATAGCAGACAATAGTACATCAACTTCCGGTGACCATACTTTGCCGCGGTTGTTATGAGTATGTCTATGGCCCATTTCCTCTTCCAATTGTCGCGTCCGTGTCGTCGTCGAAATACCCATTCCAAGAGGTACTCACAATTGTCGCGCGCCAGTGCTTTCAATGATGCACACATACTACCTTGATTATTCTTTTGCTGCTGTGATAATCCTTGTTGAAGAATGTAAACTTCTCGTTGGTTTCTCCATTGGCGACACGCGAGTGGCGACCACAGTGTCCCATATCCCGCTGCGTACTCTGACCAGATCAGCGCTGACACATCGCCTACCAGCGCTTCCATATCATATTACATCCTTTGTACATGCATATACATACGTCGTAAAAGGTCGTATATACTTCTCGAGTCAATATGCTCCGTCTCGAGGTTTGCACATCTTTTTAATATTGCACACATGAAATGGCATAGACGGAGTGGTTGAACAGACAGGCACCATATAGATCTCCTATTCATTGCACAGCCAGTGGTCGTTGACATCTTTTGTGTGTGTAAAAATGGCAGAACCTACCCCCGTGGTATCCGCCGCCCCAGCAATTCAATTGTTGCGCTTCCAGCCAAACTTGATTGAACCCGGTAGCAATGTGTTCATTATTGGAAAACGCTGCACTGGAAAAGATGTTCTCATGGCCGACGTGCTTGCCCGAATGGCGGGTACGGTTGACTTTACCTTTGCGGTGCAGCCCTTGTGCGCGGATTCGGCTGCGCTGGCATCGCCGGGGTGTGCGAACGTTTCAGTGAAGCATCTTGATGCGCTCATGAATGCGTTTGTTGAATCGAATACCCACGTCGAGCGTCTTGGCCCAGGTCATGTGCCTCACGTGTGCGGTGTCTTACCGGAAGGGCTTGACCAATTGGTGAATCGATTGAATACAATGGATCTCCCAAGAGATAATGGTTTGCAATGCTGGACGGACATTGTGCGAAAAACTCGCAAGGCCAGAACGACTTTGTTCCACGTCATGCAGTTCATGTCGAGCAAATATGCCACCTGGGTCGCTCCTGAAGTAGATTATGTTTTCTTGCTCGACCCCGTGAAGAATATTGAGACGGACCGCAAACGTTTGTGGACAACGTTGTTTTCAAAGGCGGTGCCATCGTTTGCCGACTTTTGTTCCATTGTCGAATCCATGGCACCTTATGACGCTATCGTTCTTGACAAGCGCAACGATTTGGTGTACTGGTATCGCGCATCGTTGCTGCCGTCGCAAAGACACGCCATTGTAAATACGGATGCTGAAGAAACACCACGGGACTATCCTCACCGTGGTCCCGACGGACAGTGTTATACCAAGCAGTCGGACGAGAGCATCGCCAGGTGCATGCAACTGCACAAGGAAGCCATCGAACACCAGCGCCCTCGCATTGTGCTCACAAAGATCCCGGTTACTCCACCGCCATCGGAAAAGCCAGTTGCCGTGCAACAAACAACAACCAAGGGCATTGACCCTGCGCAAGCAAAGATGATTCAAGGCTTTTTGAAACTCATGGAAGCCTTGTTGACGTCCCACGTCGTGGAGCAACAGAAGCAGCCCGGATCATCGACACACCCCTGATTAAAAAAGCGCGTGTCTGTATGTATTGATTGATGTATCTCCGAATTATAAGTAACTTTCTATACTCAAAAAAACAAGAGTGCCATTCTATACAATCATACTGTTAATTCGAAACCTTTCGGCCGCGTAACCATTCTTCACACATTTGCACAATGTGATGACCGTTCCTAAGAGTGTTGGCTCGAAATATGGCCTCTTCCACTGCTGTCACCGTTGCACCCCATTCCTCGTAACATATTTGGACAATGCGTGCCTCGCCAGCCGCGGCCGCTTCGATCATCGCACAGTTAACTTGCGTAGCTCCCCACGCGCGGCACTGTCGCACGATACGCTCATGACCATAAAACGCTGCCAACTGCATCGCGGTGTCGACGTCTGTCGCACCCCACTCGTCGTGACACACATGTAAAATGTGTTCGTGATTGTGCTTTGCAGCCATGCTCAGCGCCTCATTCACATCGCGCGCACCCCACTCTTCGTAACAGAGACGTACAATGCGCTCGTGGCCTCCCTTGGCTGCATTTATGAAGGCCTTGTTCACATCGCGCGCACCCCACTCATCGTAACAGAGACGTACAATGTGTTCGTGGCCTCCTCTGGCCGCCTTTGCCATCGCCTGATTTATGTTGACTGCTTTCCACTCAGTCCGGCACAAACGTACAATACGCTCGTGGCCACCTCTCGCCGCTTGCTCCATTGCGCGATTGACATACGTAGCACCGTACGCGTCATGACAGAGTCGAACAATGCTCTCGTGACCGTTCGCCGCAGCCGCCGCCATCGCGTCATCTACACAAGGAGAATGCCAATAATCCTCATGGCACACGCGCACCAGGCGCTCATGACCACCACGGGCTGCTGCTGTCATGATTCTCCCAAGAACATGACTCGCATGGGAAATGATGCGATGTGTGAGGTACTTTTCAACGTATTGCCGCACCTCACGTTCGTGCCCTTGTTTGGCTGCGACTTCCACGAGTCGCCGTTCACTAACATCGGACACGGGCCTCTCGGGAGGTCGCATCTGCCGCACCCATTGAAACAATTCGGCACGACCTTCGCGCGCAAGTATGTACAACGCAGGTGCAGTGATTGGGGGGTAACCGTTGCTCTGGTCTGTTGTTACGACGACAGCGTGATGCCGTTGTTGCACAGACCAGATCTTATTCGCCATCCTCCACAATGGCGCGTACGCGGACGCGTAGTGCACAAGGATGCTCTTTTGTACATCGTCGACCAAAACGTGCATTACGCCAGACGTACGTATTTAGAATCCACCCACTACAGCGAGCGAATGAGAGATATAAACCGTAATATATATAGACTCGAGCTTGATCATGTCTCGAGAGGTGATACTCACCATACCCACCAAAAACTACGGAAAGCAGTCGCGGTTCAGAAGAATAGACATTACACAAAGACACAACGATACATCATGTCTACCACTACACCCTCAACAACTGTGGCGGACCCCGCCGTGGGTGCATCAGTGCCAGTCACGGCGGCGACAGTAGCCCCTCCTTTTGTGGGTGATGCGTTTATTATGGTGAATCGCCGGACAGAGATTGTCGTGCCCGTTTGCGATCCAGTGACCGGTATGCTGTCGTTGAATATGGAGGCTGTGGGTGCACCCCATGGTCGTGTCAAGCCTCGTTCATTCGACTCTTGGAATTTGCATCCGTTGGGGGTTCCATACTCGGTGGAATACGGTCAAGGTCCCCTTAGCGAAGGGGAGCAAGATGTTCTTTTGGATCGCAACTTGCTGTGGTTGACGAAGCATCGCGCGCCATTGGAAGTGTTGGAAACTTATTTGCATTGTCGACAGCCTGATGTCGTGTACAAGAAGACACAGCGCCCCGACCGACCTTTTTGTCGCGCCGATCCGGCACATAAGAGAGATGAGGCCGCTGGGGGTCGCGCGTACTACCCTCTTGAAGTGCGTGTTCTCGAACCCGATGTTATGTATGAGCGCATTATTTTGCAAGACAATGCGGTGGAAGAGTCGGCGCCAAACGGCAGCAAGACCCACCCCTACGCGACGGCAACGTACAGCGTTTCGCAATCCCACAAGTTTCCCAAAACCATCCACATTGATCAATTGGCCGCCCCTGCTGCACTTGGCGGCACATCGGACGACGTTGTATGACGTTACTGACACAGTCTTTTGTACTATGCACTGATGTAGTCCAAACAAACATTAATATACACGTCTGTGACCTAACTAACAACACCTGCTTCATCGATCCATTTTTGACACATCTGCACAATGTGACCATGTCGCATCATGTGTGCATGTTGTTTCGCTTTCTCAATAACCTCTGTATCAGTAGCACCCCATGCATCGTGACAAAGACGCACGACGTCCGCATGTCCTCCTTGTGCAGCCACTATCATGGCGCGGGTTACATCCCGGGCACCCCATGCATCATGACATAAGCGCACAAGATCAATATGACCCCCACCGGCTGCTTCTATCATTGCCCAGTTATCGGCCGTTGCACCCCATTCGTCCCGGCATACTCGTACCAGTCGCTCATGTCCTCCGCTGGCGGCAAATGCCATTATCAGACTGTCGCGGTTATCGACGCCATACCCGTCCCGGAAGAGTCGCACCAAGTGCTCATGGCCCCCTCGTGCTGCCGACGTCACTGCGGTGGATGTGTGGACCGCTGTCGCACTACAAAGCTCCAAAAATTGATGCACGAGACGATCGTGTCCTCCGCGGGCGGCACTCTCCAGAGCCTTATCCCACATTCCCAGCAAACCATTGGGGTCATTGGCAAAATCTCGTTTTAGTCCAAAGTCCTCATGGCACAGACGGACAACATGCTCATGTCCACCGCGCGCTGCACGAATGAGTGCTTGAACACGATCTCCCGCATTCCACACATCACGACACCGTCGTACGAGCTCTGCGTGGCCTCCTCTCGCTGCTTCCGACATGAGCAGATTCTTTGTGTGCCGACTCCAATCTTTTCTGCGCGTCCGCCATATCCACTGCAAGACATCATCATATCCTCCTCTTGCCAATTGTCTCAATTTGTAGGCACGGTTGAGGGTATTACCATTGACGATTGCTACTGTTGCCCACGCACGGCACACGAGGCACCATAGAGGAGCGTGAGTGTTGGCATACTCCTCCAGTATCACGCGCTGCACATCGAACACCAACGTTTGCATGACTGGCTAGTATGTAGCCGCGGCCCTACTATCCACCGACAGTCGACGGAGAAAAACAAAATGTTTGAACACGGACTTTCACACTCGAGACATACATGTACAATATATATACAACCGCTTACCACGCACACACACCATTACGGCTGTGACAACGCTACAATTGCGTTCTCAAGGAAACACTGTGACTCCGCGCTTGTTTTGCCAACGAAAACCGTCAAACTTGCTTTCCTGTGTGATGTATGGAAACAACAAGGCGGGGTTCACTCTGTTGGTCTTCTTCCCTTGAGGGAACAAATGGCTGTCTGATAAGGAAACTTTGAGCAGACACGAAAGTTCTAGCTCCGCCACTCCCTTGGAAAGTAGACGTTGTCCGAGTTGTTCTGCTTGTTCATAGAACAAATACGGAATAGTGTCGTTTGTAACAGGAATCGCAACGCGAAATTCGTACCACACCCAATGTGGCGCTTCCACAGACTTGATTGACACACCGTCATCCCGAAATTGAATCTGTCCGAGTTGGCCTACCAAATACTGACCTATCCATGTACGGTTAATTTTGACCGCAAGGTCGCGCGTTGATGTTTGTGAGGGTACGACGGCCATCTATAGAAAGGTACTACTGTCCGTACACGTATATTTGCGCTTCGTCAGAGAACACAGTACCAGTGAGGATTACTCGAGTCATTGACATGTAGTGATTTCTCGAGAAAGAGCATTAACAGGGGGAGTTTCTGAATATACACTGTTATTTGCATTACTTTGGAAATGATCCGTCTGTCTTGTTTTTACAAACGAAAATCGACTATTTCATTTCGTGGAGCCTTTCGAACACGTGACTCTTTCTTGGTAATGTTTTAGCGCACATGTGACCACCTCGATCCCATGAGCTTCCAACGCTTCAAGAAACGTTATCACATGACCAGCAGAGTACAACTGAACCCAAAAAGATAATAAAATACCGATCAAAAAGCAGTGCTAAGAAATACGTACCTGAATAGTAGCATTTCCATCCACCACGACTTTATCCACCTCCAATGTATCGGCAGTACTCAAAGTAGACACGCCGTTCTTTACAGTATCCGTACTATCATCATTGCTGTCGATATGGAAAGGCGGGAATAAACATAAGAGACCGCATGGAGCCACATCAACAACAAACTACTAAATGCTTTATAGGCGTGCGTACCGATCCTCCTGCTGATATCGGATGGGTATTGGCACGTCTGGAGACTTGGAGTGGTTGAGGTACACATGCGAGTTTGTAAATTGAATAAATTGCTCCGGGTCTGTGTCCCAGGAGAACAACGACTTTTGCTGTGCCATTTTTTAGTTTAGAACCCACCAAGTAGAACCGAACACTTGATCAAAAAGAAAAATAAAATATACTAATATTGGTTTCCGAAGGAGCTTTGTTTTTTCTCGAGTACTGGAAACAGCGCGCTTGGTACTAAATATCTCGAGAAAAGGAACAACAGTCTCGAGATGGCGCATACAAATATACTTTGTGTGTCTCTACATATGGCTGTTGCAGCGTCGGGTGCAGAGTACAAACATCTGTGCATATACACACATAGGGCAGAGAGAAGGAAGAATAAGTATGTAGTGGAATTGCAGGAAATATATATATATATACTTATATCGATATTTACTCATTTACATCTAGAAGTAGCGAGATGGATTACGTGAAAGAAATCCTACGATATGAGAAAGAAAAAAAGGAACTAGAGGTCAGAGAGTCTAGTTTAGAAAAAATCATCAAGGAAAGAGACGAAGAGATTCTAGTTCTGAAAAAAGAACTACAAAAAAAGGAAAGCGATATTATCCAGTACAAATATGAGATCTCTAGATTGAATTATAGGAACGAGACGCGAACGCGATAGTGCTATTGTAGATAAAATCACTTAATCTATATTATATTTTCACCCGCTCATGGCACACAAGACACAATAAATAGATGTGTGTTGGGATTTTCTCTGGCACACGAAGAAAACACTAGGTGCATTATCTTGCTCGCTGGTCTTTTTTGGACGTTGTCAAAAATGATCACCACGTGATCTACATACAATGGCTTTATCAACGCCAGGCCTCCTCAGGAACATTCTCGACGGATCGAACACGAATCTGTCGTTCTTCACTTCCATGGTGGTGGCCAGGCAATGGTGTTTCATTCGACAAACTGATGAGGAATTCAAACTTGGATTTCATAGACTCTGACCATTCTCGCCTGCGCTGGACGGGAACAATGGTTACCTTACTATGCGTCATCGGCCTCGAGTTCTGCATCGTGTGATTTCACGAGTTTCAGTAGTATTGCAAGGTGCTATGCTCTTTGCTTTTTACACGTCCAAGCGTTTTCACAAAGCCACACATGACAACACTTGTTGGTTGCCCGTATTTATTTTTTGCGCCCTATAAACACTCCATTTTTATTAATCAACATCAAGAGGAAGATCATCAAACCACGCCACGGGTTCGCGAGTCAGATAAGCTTTCTGATCCGGGACGGGCAAACTGCTGACCAGTTTTTTGTACAAATCCAAATTACATGGTACTCTGGCGTCCCGATTCAATTTCCCATTGATGCGTCTGTGGGTGCCACTGACGTACGTTTCGACGAGTTCTTGGATTGCTCGCTCCACTTCCCACTCTTCTGACGTCAATTTGTACACAAAATACAAACGATAGTCCGGGAACCCGTCCGTTTGGTCCATCGAAAAATAACATGGCTCGTCATTAAACTTGCAAATGCCACTATAAGGCCCATCCCAATAATTCAAATCCCACAAGATGCAGCGGAAGTCTAGTCTGGGGCAGTTTTGTACTCTGGCGAGGTCCCAGACCGGCGCACGCGGCTCTGGTTCGTCGTCGTCTAAATCAGGCAGGTCGGCCAGTTCGATCGAGGCAGTGATAGGGCCGTCGTCTTTTGCAATAGCGTGTGGGTTTCCAGGCATTCTTTTCCTTCGGGATACTGACAGTCGGACAGGGAGAACATACGTTAAAATACGCAACTAAACTTCCAAGTCTCGAGTTCTCACTTATCCCTCACAGAATCTCGAGTATCACGTGCGCCACCAAGTGTGTTATTGTTAATAAATACCAAACAAGGGTGTTCTCGCGTTTTAATGCACATTATACTGCTTGTCCAATCGCGAGCAGCAATTTAGCACTCGGACGTGGTCACACCTCATTATAGCTTCCCTCCCTCTCGCGCTCAGTGAATCCACCCCACACAGATGGAGAAAATGCATGTATATACGACTCGAGTTTTGGGCCAACTTAATATATGTGAAATATTGGCTTCCCCCACTGTGCCATTTTTCGTTGTGTGTACACACATCACCAACATACCCCACCACACCTGCACTCTGCGGTGTGTACATACACTCCAATGTTCCTATATCAAGTGAACCTAACTACTGCGCCACATAAGTCTCTCTGTATAATTTAACAAAACTCGAGTTGTATTATTACCCTTTAAACCTACCGTGCATATACACACATCTTGTGCAATGTCTCCTCCAGATTTTACTCACCACACTCGTAACCCTCGTGCATTCATATTACGTCAAATAACATGAATACATCGCATAATGCGTGTTAATGGAAGTATACATTATATACACAGATACATTATTTTACACATACACATACGCCGCGCGCATTAGCGTTTGCGGAGCAGTAGTTGAGCCAGATCACGTTGTATCATCTTTTGATCCGATGCGAGTTGTGTGATCGTTGCATTCAAAGCGTCGATGCTCGCCTCGATTTTCTTTTGGTCGCGCTCGTAGGTCAAGTCGCGTTGAGCCAAGTGTCGCACATCTGCGAACAGGCCCTGTGCAAAGGCTACACCTGCTGTGGCGTTCGGAGTCATACAAAAGTAGTCAAATGCGGTTCGGGCAGCAACCTTGTCCTGCAATGGAATGAGACCAAAATTTGTTGTTGTAGAGAGTGATGCGTTGTTGCTCTTCTGCTGATTATTTGAAACTACTGTTGCGTTCGTAGTATTAGATGAAGCAGTCACAGTAGCAACATTGTCCCGGTTGACGACAGTCTTCTTCCGCCTCTTTGTCACTGACTCGTCCTCCGAGATATATCCATGTTGTTCAGAGATGATGACAGCATCAGAAATTTCCGGTATTCTGTGTCCTACCATCTCATCACCACTCGCGTCCGCATAGGGAATTTGGCGCTTACGTTTCCGAATTGGAGTGCTGCACAGTTGTTGGCGAGCAGAAGAAGGCGGCTTGTCTTTGCACCTCACAGTCGTCTTCTGTGAAGCGTGGACCGACGAAACAGAGTCAAGTTCAACATCACTCGCATCGGAATTGGATGTGTCATCATCGTCATCATCACCATCATCATGCGAAGAATAGGACGACGACATTGCATCATCGTGTGCGCCGGCGGCATCCATGCGCACACATAATTTCATGGCATCTAAACAACGCAGTTTCGCGCGGCGAGTCTTCGGGCGGCGTGTAGCCAATAACAATGCATTGTTCTTCTTCTTTTGCGCTGTATTTGCGGGCCGACGGCTGTCGTCCAACACAGCGTCGGGAGGGGTATGTTTCTTTTGAATCGATGATGACGCGGCACCTTTGATACTACGCTCCGTTTCGGTTCGGGTTTGCTTGTCCAGGCGGGACTCCTTCTCTTGTTCATCACACACGGACTTGCGTGGCGGACGCCCCCGCCGCTTCTTCACCGGGAGAGGCGACAACGCCAACGGGCTCGGTCGCGTCGTCGTGGTAGGAGACACCCACCCAGCATGGTGTTGCAAGGGTGATGGTTGGGGTTGTACAACAACGTCAGTTGAGAGGTCGTCATTCTCATTGTTCACCATGTTGTCGTCAGACAACGCAAAGGACATGTCGGTGCCATCGGCGATAACAGTATGAAGAGCAGTATTGTCTGAAGACAGGGACTGTAGTTGTTGTTGTTGTTTCTGTTGGACAGCACGCAGCGCCGCCACTTTAGGGTCGAACCACGCTTCAAAGGGTGTGCAAACAGGCACACGCTGGTCTAACACGGATGGAGCGACGATGGGAACACTGACTGTATTGGGAACCGACGATGCAGTGGATGCCATTGGAATTCGACGCACGAGTGTGTAATGGCGCGATGACTGATCGAAAGCGAGGATCACGAGAGAAGGGTTCTCTGCAACGTAGCGGATGAGAGCATCGCTGGATTGCGGCGTCCTCCCGACAAACTCTACGTCCGCATCGGTACGACTGGTATTGACACCGGTCGAACCACGACCGTGTCCGTGAGGATCAAGGGACAGCGTGGAGGTATTTTGTCGTGGCAGATTGGATGTCGCTGTGGATGGCGAGAACAATCGAACCGTGCAGTCGGTTGAAATTGTCAAAACCGGTCTTCCAAATAATGCACAGAAAACTACAAACACAACGATCACCCGTTAGCGCCGCCCAACTCATAAAAATAATAAATCACGTACCCGCCAAATCACCATCACACCACCAACTGGACCGTCCGTACACTAACCAAGTCAACATGACCAAGTGCCAGGCCAATGTCAATGCCTGATCATGCGACACCGGTGACGATGCACCAACAACAAAGTAACCCTCTAACGCGTGTCGCAGCGTGCAGCGGAATCGATCACCGTCACGAAAGCCAAACACATCATCATACGGTGTTTTTAACTGGATACCATAGTCTGCCACAACGTAGGATGACATGCGGATAGAGTCGATCACGCGATTGGCCACCGCCGCGTTATCCACAAAATATTCCCGAATGCCAGCGGGCCGTCCTTGTACCCCACTCACAACGCGATTGTAGGCGCCACTAAAATCGGCGTCGCTCTTCAAAAGCGCGGCTGACGCAACAATATGCGCAAACGAGGCCGGTGTCGTGAGAGTTTGGCGCAACGCCATAAATGCTTTCACATTTGCCGGCATATCGTTTCGCATCAAGGAAAGCAAATATGCGCGTGAAAGATCCTCGTGGTGCTGCGACGGAAGAGTCGCATCGTCACCGCCAACGGTAACATCCACTTGCGGTTTCGCCGGCACCGCCGGGATGCTTGGTGTGAGCGATTGTTGGTTGCTATACGCACCGCGCATAGGTTCGTCTGGAGAGGAAATGATGACCGGTAGCGTGACTGTAGACGACTCACGCAAAGTGGTCGCTGGGGTTGGTCGTGCGACGGTCGGTTGTGAAGAACTGTCATCGGCAAGCTTTACGGATGGTGCGCGGGCGCTGTTCTCATTTTGCGCGACATCTGTATGATGAGACGGGTGACGCACACTAGCCTGCTGCATCTGGAGACGCTGATCTACTGTGCGTTGGTCATTCCCTTGTAGAAACACAAGAACTGACGGGATGCATGATGGGATCACGTAGATTTCATCTACATACTCCCTGTAATAGACCCATCCGCCGCACGTACTGCGCACCGTTTTGATTTGCTCTGGTGACATGGTCTCGGAAACCATCATGGTGGGTTTCCTGGACATGAAAAATTTGGCCCAGTTGTTTGCCACAAACTTGCGAAACGCGTCGCGCCGCTCGTTTCGTAGTTGGTGAGGAAGGGCGCGATGCGTTTCCCACAGCGTCCGCAAATGCACATCTCCGTGAGACGTTCTTGGTGGAAATGTCGTTTTCGACTATGTATATATATAAACAACACACGGGTAAGAGACAAGAACAAATTCGCAATGAATGGCGCCATCGAAAAAAGGTATGAAATAAATGTACATGCATAAATACAGAGGAACACACTGCACAGTGAGTAAACGATACGCACATTGGACTCCATATATACATATATCTCTCAGGTCAACCCGTTGCTGCACGCGCGATACGATGTGACAAAAAATCAAAGTACACTGCCACACACACAACACACGTGCAAAGAACAAGTGTGTGAGGGGAGGGAGACTTGAGCACTCGCTAGATAAAACCACCAGCCATCAATCTCGAGTTATTCCAACAAACTCGAGTTTATTATTTCCATATCCCGTACGGGTCTCATGAGCGCGTGCACTTGCATATATAAAGACATACAGTGTAGAGCAGGTAGGTGTGACACACGAAGTACTCACTCTGTCAGGGAGAAAACACTGGTACCTCCGTCTCGGCTTCTCTCTAATTTATTGAACTATTCTGACACACACATTGTGCGTGAAGCAATTTTACGACATGGATCCCGCACAAATGCCATCGTTCTCCTCTGGATCACCTCTCGTGGTTGCGGCGACAGACCTGTCTGAACAAAATGTGCACGAACACTGGCCATTGACAAAACCCTCCGATGTATTATCCGATACATGTGTGTTCTTGCATTTTCGTTTTATGAAGCCCATTGTCAGATCCCCTGCCGCGCTGGATCTGGAGACACAGTGGCATGCCTGGCGGTCGGACCGCGCGTTTGTCTTCTGCCGTTACATGCACCCGTTTGAATCACATTTACAACATTCTTCTACTGCGGCGAATGCGGTGAAAAAGCAAAAGCGCGGTGTCATGCACTCGGTCATTCGGTTTTGCACCCCGACGACTTTGGACTCCCAACAGCCTCTGTACATTGTGACACAATCCTATCGTCGTGCGTACTGTGTAGATTTCTTTGCAAAAAGTGATTTATTTCTTCCTGCTATGCGGGTGCTTGCTTTTTTAACACTGTGATCTTACTTTCGTGCCCGCGCGCGTTGTACGTGTATATATAGAATTGGTGACGTGGTTACACTTTCTGGTCCTGTTTGCGCATCATCCAACGGATGACGACGACAGCAGCAGCAACGTCCGTCCAGATCCCAAAGTTGACATGGATCAAAGTGTGACACGTGCCTTGACGCCAGCGGTGGGTTCGTCGGCATTTCGTCTCATGTATCAGGCAGACACCGGCGAACTACAGACCTTTGAGCAGTTTAACAAACACATTGGCTGTCCGCGAGACAGTTGGCCTTCCAACGTACTGCCCCGTGCGTCGGCCCCTGACGAATGTGAACCCGGGGAACTGCAACACATTTACAATATTCTCGATCGATGTGCAGCCGTGCGCTGGGGTAAAGCGGATGTGTTTGGTTGCTTGCAGCGACTTTTACTCCTATTCTACTTGTCTGAAAAGGATCCGGACACCTTTTCTCTGCCAAGGAGTCTCAACAACAAGAAAAACGCACGCGCTGCACCCACTGGGAAGAACTTGTTGATCTTTCGTGCCAACCTGTGCACCCACATTATGAGATTGCTACCCACGTCTATGCATGCAACGCTGGCGACGGATGATGACATGATGCAGTTGGCAGTCGATGTGTTCTCTGGGAACGACACGTTATTGATGCCGCTGATGAAGAGAGTATGTGTCAAATCTACAACAGGGCGCGGTAGTAACAGCGGGAAAAAAAGCGCTTCATCGTTGTCACCTCCAACCACTGCCCCGTCAGCGACACTTCGTGTCAAAGACGAAGTACATCCACCGCCACACTTTTCGAGTGATGACGAGGTATCTACGAAACTATTATTGGCGCCAAAGACAGCGCCAAGCAAACCTTACCGGAAACGCAAACGTGCGACGACACCCACCATGACGACGACCGCTGGCGCCATGGACAATGCTGTCATGGACCAGGGACAAGACTGGACCGATCAGCCTGCCAAGCGGTCGAAATGCCATGACGATCCCTGTCACGAGATCGCTACCGCTGCTGCCGTCGTGGAGACACTGCCATTACTGGAGTGTGGTACAACCCATCCTGTGTCGCTCACCACCACTTCGACGCCGATACCACCTCAACCGGAAATACGTGTGGACGTATCGTCGACCGAGCAGCATCATCAACAACAGTGCTCGGCACAGTTACAATCGTTGATACACGCCATTGCGTCCGTTGACCGCGAACAAGAGCATGTCGCCGTGGTCGTTGCCCTGCAGAAGGAACTGGACCTGTTGAAACGCAGTCTGGCCACAAGTGATTCGATTGTTCTGCAGTTGCAGACGGACTCCCACGAGCATATCTCTGATTTGACGCGAATTATTACGGAGAAGAACACACAGATGGACGCTTTGCGACAGCAACACGACAATGCGTTACAGCAAATGGTTCTCGATCAGGATGCACGTATTACCTCGTTGCGACAGCAATACGAGGCGACATTGCAACAACAGACTGCCAAGAACGCTGCGCACATTGCGACGTTGCAGCACCATTTCGATACCATGATGCATCAAGGTAGTCTGGAAAAGGATGCGCGCATTGCGTCATTGGAACTTCAATTGCGATGCACAACAGAACAACTCTCCCAGATGATTGTGCAGTTGTACGCCGAAACACAACATGTGCAAAGAACAATTACTACGACATAGGCCCGCGGTGGTCGTATCATGTACAAAGTATTATATGATGTATATATAACTCGAGTTTTATACGAATCAACTCGGTAATATATATATATTGTACCACCACTGTTCTTTTCCACCACCTACACTCTCTTCACACTTACAGAACACCCGGTCATCATATAGTCCTCACACATGTATTATTTCTCCACTCGACCAGTTATAATATTTTATTAGTCCCACGAAAAATGTGCACCCTGCTCAACTCGAGTTACATATACTTGGTTTTTCAGGTGCGTACAGCGACGGTGAACCTTTCGAGGACGACTGAAATATAGCATGAAACGCTTAAGGAAAGCGTCGCCATTTTTGTACGTGTAGTAACCTATTTGAACTGTTCGAAGTTCGGTGAGGATTGGCGGTGAGTACCAACAAGGGTCTTTGTTGTATATTGTTCTTGCTAAATATGGACAACATTGGAAGAGAAGGGTACCTCGCTACGCACCCGGTGCACCAATATTGCGGCGATGACTGGGCTGAATTCTTGCGACGTTTTCGATTGAAATTTCGGTCGCTCTTCCCTTCAGAAGATGAACGCCACAAACGAACGAAGCCCTGGTGGCCCGCCCTGACACAGGTGATCCGTTGGGACGAAGAGGGCAAATGGAGAGGAACCGTGCAAGTATTTTTCGACCCCGATGGAGAGCCGTATGTCGGCAACACCATCGACCCAAACAATCTTGACGCGAAGCGGCGCGAGGGCGAATCTCGGGACGAGTGGTCCTCTCGAATCAGCAAATACAACTACTGTTCTATTTCCCACCCTTTTCGTATATTTCCACCAGCGCCATCAACGTCCGTAGCCACGACCCTCGAAAACTGAGGAGTGAGATAGGTGTGATCCGGCCAATGGGCGCCGGTGTGACTACACTACGCACACTCGAGTAGCGAGATTAAAATAATATATGTTTTTGTTGTTCAATGAAGTGTAAATATGCCACCATACACACACGCAATTAAAATCACCCGCTTGCTGGCAGTGAGGAACCAACACACCTTGGGAAATATCATGGAAGAAGAAGGGACCCTATCATCCTCCTGTTCCAATGATGTTTATCATCTCGCTCCTGTGAAATGTGCCGTGCAAAGTACGATTTTCTGCACCAACACACATACTGTTTTCGTTTTTCGTTGCATGTTTTTTTATCGGTCACCATGTGTATGTCATGTAGCATTGGTTGATGAGCATCACGACGAGGCGGTCACATTGGCTGGCAAAATTATTCTGAATCTTATTGATGAGGTTGAGAGCAAGGTGTGTAGATCGACCGGGTCTTCCCCACAATCATGTGGTTCCACTGCAGTACGTACACCACCCTCTACATCAGTACTACATTCCATTGATTGGGAAAAACCAAAACACAACGTCTCTCGACTGAACCGTTTTGTTGTTTAGTTGCGTGCGGAAATCGAAGCAGTACGCGGCCAACTCGCAGTTTTGCAGGCTGAAAATACAACGTTACAGGCTGAACTCCAGAGTCTCCGCCAGTTGAAAGGTCTCGACACCGAAACTGTCGTTATTGGAGGTCGGACACACATAGTCCGGTCAATCAGTATAGACGACGTTCCGGATGAGGCATGGTCATGAAACCCTTTGTGTGTGTCTCGATAAAAAGTTCTCGCGTATCCAGAGAATCCTTCACACTTGTAAGTCACCTGTGAATGCACTGTTTTTGTGGTCTAAAAATGAATTTGTCTGTCAATCTTTTCGTTTGTTCAACCCGCAGAAGTTGGTTATTTACACTCACAACATCACTTTTTCGAAGGATCGAAGGACTTGAACAAATACACGTCACCAATCCCAGTCCGTATTGTCGTCATCGATTGAGACGACGCCGAAAGGCATAGTGCTCCCATTTGGAAAGCGCAGAACTCCACTTGTTGCCGTGATGTTGTCATGTGTGCTCGTTGACTTTGATGGCGACTATAGCGAAGAAAGCAATTAACTCTCCGACGAGCGGATTAGAAAGCAAAAAAAAAGGAATACGAATAACGCACTGCATCATCCACCGGTTTCGAATTCACGAGCACGTTTAAATTCGGTGCTACAATTTTTGATTGCAAGTAAGACGCGTCGCGATTTGCTACATTACGGGCGCACGACCACATTCTCAGTTTTGTCGCGGGCGACTCCGACTCGTCCGTTAACGCGTACATCTCCTCTTATTCTCAAATGCCTCGTAGAATAATTTTTTAGAGGGTGCTGTTTCTACGATTAGATCACAACGAAGAATCACCCCATACACATATGGCTGCTGCCTATGTTGCCATTGAGCCCTATGTGAGTCTTACTGACGCTAGAGTCCAACAGGACCATACGTTCACATTACACACATCAAAGGAGTCACATTCCCTGCACGACCTAGCCACAACGATCTCGCATCATTGCACCGCTCTTATTGACTGGATCGCGGCGAATAATATCGAAGGTCCATACGCAATTGAATTACATCCGCAACGTAAACCGGATTCGTTTAATCGCAATCTCAACAATCAAAACTGGTCGACGCGGCTGATTCTTTCACCAGTCGGATGGATGAGGTACTTACAATGTCACAGTGCGTACAGGCATCGGTGGACAGAAATCATCGATCACTGCGCCCACCATATTGAAACAAACATGTCGACCGCTGAGCATTCGAGGAGTTCATTCTATTGGTCCTCCGCGGAAGAACGTGCGCTTTCGTATCAAGAACAAGAAGCTTTATTTGATCACTACTCTTGTTGTAACGCTGGTGCACACTCGTCGACGGATGACGATGATGATAGTGATGATGATCCTGATCAAATCTCTCATACTACCACCCCATCCGAAAATCATAATGGCGGTGCCTTCAGACTGGTAGATTGTGTATGTTACACCACATCTAGCACGCGGTGTCGGTGGCGAATCACCTCCAATCACGTCATTGGCCGCTTTGAGGATACGGACAAACGGCCGTACATTCTTTGCACTCCCTCATTGGACAAGTGTCGCGATATTATATTGGCTCCATGCCTCCATATGGATCCGAAAAAATTCGCCTGCCAGCCCGACTCATGGCATCATGTCCTCAACATCCTTTATTTGCTGCAAACTCTCACAGGGTGTACCAAACAAAATGGACTCACTCCAGTCTCGTCCATCAAGATTGGTTGTCGCGAATGGAGCACGGTACGCGTCCTCCTCTGCCGTTTCGTTTTGCGTGTCTTTCGAAGATGCTTCGATATATTGGGCTGTCTTCTCACATATGCCAATTTATTTTTTTAACCAACTGCCTAGTATGACAGTCGTCACTGTCATGTCCATTTGTATTTGTCGGAAGAGGCGAAAGCTCGGTTATGTCAGCACGGTGATGATGTCTGCATCACAGATATTCTTCCCCAATATACCGCCCAGGACGTGAATGGACCGTTCTTAAAACAGTTACCACTACCTGCCCATGTTCCTACTACACGTAGTTCAACTTGCCGTGCTGAGGAGAAGGACATCGCGTCATCCTCCGCATCATCCACCACCGAAACAAAGAAGATCTTGCTCCGTCTTGAGCGACTCCATGAATATTACAAGGATCAACCCTCTTACGATGGGGAGAATCTTAAGGCATTCACTCCTCACATTGTTCTTGGGGAGGTGCTTGGAGTGCTGCAACCAAACAGGCATCTCCGAGTGCTGCAACCAAACAGACATCTCCAGGTGCTGCCAGCACACGAGGACATCGTCCTAAACAGGAACATGTGGATACGCTTTCTCACGCAACCACTCAACTTGTTTCTAGCGGTCACTGTGTATGTACTCATCCTTGTAGTCATTGCAAAATGCGTAAAATCGTAGTGGTTTTCTCGCCCTTCTATATACATATCCTAATCACAAGCAGCACTTTGTTTTCTCACCTTGTATCAAATTACACTGGTGGTGGATGGACTACGAAATTCTTGTCAAACGTAAATGCACGACAATCGGCGAGGTTAAGCACTACAGTGGTAATAACCATAACATTTTGGCACGTCAAAGAAATTAAACCTCCAGTGTCGCACTACCGAGCAAATTGTGGGTATGATTACTTCTGTGAAACTTTCACCACCTGCGCAGTCCGTGGCCGTGCCAAACCTGCCGAGCACACAAGACGGACATGCACAGTCTCCAAAACAACAGAGTGGTCGACTGTTGAAGAAACTTGAGTGGGTGCCTTTGGAAAGATGTTTGGAAACGACATCTTCAATTTTCACCAACGGCACGGATGCGGACGGGCAACAGATGCGGGTCCTCACGAGAACATTCAGCAATGGTCAAACTGAGTCAGTATCATTGCTTACAAATGGTGTTATCGATTGTTAAATAGATTTATAGAAACACGTCCAGATTCGTTGCAGTGTTCTCGGACGCATGCTGACATTGCATCAGTAAAGATGACTCTTGTATGCACGGCCTTTGCGCGAAGCAATAAAGAGAGGGGTGTCCGTTCTAACGATAAATAACATGGTATGAACAACTCGAGTTGCAAGAGAAAAACAGATCTGTTCCTCCCCAGCCGTGGTTGTTCCGCCGCTACTTGTATGTGCACTTTCTGTACACTTCTCTACTGGCGGTAGTATTTTGTGTACCCGAGACTGTGTCTTCCTTCCCAAGTAGTGAACGAAAAGTGTGAGACTACTGTACTTAAATTCGAGATATTACAAAACTCGAGTGATTCTAGCAAAATGGATAGATGATGGGGTCAAACTCGAGCCAGATAGATTGGTGAGATTCCCAACTCACTCGAGACGGTCTTCGTTATTGACATCATCGTCGGGTTTGTCCGCTGGTCGATCAGTTTATAATATTGTGCGCAACCGAATATCTAAGTCATTCTGTGTAGTTGTAATGGCCGACAACAAAGTTCATCCCGAAGAGTGCTGTGCTCCTGACACCGTCTTCTCTGCTGATGAGCCGTTTATTGTGCAGTTGCGTGTAGAAAACGCAGCATTGCGCAATCAAGTTGGAACTTTGGAGAATCAAGTCGGAATTTTGCAGCAACAACTTGCGTCATTGCAGGCTGAAATCGGAGGCATCGGCTAAGTAGAGTTGTTTAATGGATGTTGTTGGCAGTGTACAATGAGCCTATTAGTAGTGTATTTTGAATGCATATACTCTTTATTTGTTCCTTTGATCGACACTTTTGTCTTCCATTCCTATTTTTCACGCCAGTAATTCGTTCTTTTAGTATTTGCACTATTCTCTGGCCGAATACGTACTTATCTTCGACTTAACCCGGAATAATATCACAAAAAAAGAGAGAAAGTAGATGACAAAATCTGTTGAAGAAGTTGACAGCCTTGTTGCTGCGACGCTGCACCTCTTCGATTGACCGAAGACAACACAACACATTCCTTCGTATGTAGTTCGCGGGTGGGAGAATATCAGCGCACATACAACATCATATGAACGTGATAATATATTAATATACAAGCGAATGGGGAGACATAGGTGACATAAAAGGTTCGTCAAACGAGGTATTCACAAGGAGCGAGTCGACGGACATGGGATCAAAACCAAAGGGTGGCATTTGTTGTTGAACCTCTGTCACAGGCGCCGCAGAAGAAGTGGAAGGAGGAAGAACAGGAACATCCATGGTCACTGTGGTTGGATAGTCTTGTTCGTTCAAATCATTCAGCATAGACTGCAAGTACTCCATGGCATCTCCCATGTCGGGAAGAACTGGAACAGTCACAGCAGCAGCAGTAGCAGTAGCGTCAGTAACAACACTGTTTTCTTCGGCGGCACCTGAGACACACACACGCTTCGCAGGAGTCTCGTGTACAAACGCAGCATCGTCGTCGATGATGTGATCATTTTTGCGCGCTCCAGCGCGACGTGGTGACGCGGTTTGGCGCTTGCGCTTGCGGCGAGCGCCATCTTGTTGCTGCTGTTGTTGATGATAACGGGGTCTGTCCATATGTTCGGACATGGTGTCAGTGAGAATCTGACACAGTTGGACACGATCGCAGTCAGTAACACGGTCCACGTAAGTGTCACAAAGGGCCTGGTTGCAGACACTAGTGTGCCAACCCAACAAAGCGCGACTATAGTCGTGCACCGAACAGTTGCCGTCGAGTTGCATTATGGACAGCATGTCCACGTCATCTGATTGCGATACGAGAGCCATGGGGACACCGCGACCACCGCAGGACTCGCCCTTGATGGCGCGAGTGTCGGGACCCGTCGCGAGCACCGTCGCCCACTGGTACATGCCCGTCGCGGGGTCGACAACTGTCAGATTGTAAGGCAGCAAGTTGATGAGCGAGAGGGTGCGGCCGTTGGAGGCCTTGTACATGATCTCGCGGCGCTTGCTGCCGTACTGGGTCTTGGAGGGACTGTCAGTGCCCTGGGATTCTGTCTTGAGTTGCTGCACAAAGTCTGTGGACACGGAGATCACCACCATGAGCGCACTAATAATGGGGACAGTATCACAATCCACAAGAAAGCACGCACCGTTGACTGACCAGATCATACATGTCCAACGAGGGTACTGAATGTACACGTCAAAGAATGTATTCATGCCCTTGCGAAGAGGTTTATCGAGGGCAATCACGTGCGCAATCGCCTCGCGGCAAAAATCTTTGCGCATGGTAAAGGTAACGTCGAACCGGCCAGCGCCATTCTCATAGAGAAAGGCAACAATAGCCTCCGACAATTGTTCAGGAGTAGCGTCTTCCAACACTATATAGGAGCAAGACGCGTTAGCATCTCGAGATTCGAGATCCGACACGGGCCGCTGCCCGCCCGCCCACAACACGAAGAGAAACATAGAACCTACCTGTTGACATGATAGTTGAATAAAATAGATGAAGATCTCGAGGTGTGAAGACGACAGGAGTAATGAGGGAACTGATTCTCGAGCGCGCCGCTCGGGCGAGGTCGCTGGCCGCCGGGGGGTACTGGCGCGACATGGCGCGAGCACACTCGCCATGGTCGCGCCATGATGATGCGACCAGGACAACTCGCGGAATCAATCTGCCAATACATTATGTATGTATTCCGACAATCAACGTGTGAATACATACATGGCACACCGAGGCCGCGCTTGCACGTCGAGATCGCGTGTGATCTCGAGAGATTTCTGTGTGCTCGTGAATCAAAGCATAGAATCGTACTACTTTTGTTTGTTTGCGGAGTATATAGCCTTGTACTGTGACGATGCATCTACTTACTGCATGTCAACCAAGGGAGAATGACCCATAGCCGACTCGTTTTCTTTTGCATTGTGGCCGGAATCATTCATTTGGACCAGTCTGGCTGCACAGACCCAACTATTCGCGGGTGTTTTATTGGTCTGTTGTACATACTCGGTCTGTGCATATGGTTGTGGCCAAACTTTCTCTTTGGTGAGGACACAAGTAATGGACTTTTGGAATAACACGACGTATTTTCGTGCCCGAATCTTTCCGGTCGATGCATCGTTTATACATGCAGCGCACAAAGGGGACGTAACGCGTGCCACACAATTAATCCGCGAGCACCAAGTGAGCTTTCGTGCATTACACAGCGCATTACGATGTGCAGCGGAATGGGGTCATGTCGAGATGATGCAGTTATGTCGCGACTGGGGCGTTATATATTTTGATCGTGCGCTCGAATTGGCAACACTGCATGGACATTTGCACGCTGTGCGCGTGCTCGTGGAGTGGAATGTCCCGATCGACATTGAACAAGCACTCGTCAGTGCAGCGCGTGGAGGTCATTTGGAGATTCTAGCGGCGTGCAAAGAGTGGGGTGCGCAGAATTTCATGTCGGCGGCAAAGGCGGCTGCTGAAAACCAACAATATATTGCATGCAGTTTGCTCGCACAGTGGCACAATGAAGACTGGGATCGGAAACAAAAAGAAATTGTTCCCGTGAAAAACGCAGACAACACGATGGTTGTCCATTGGGAGGATGTTTCACGTGTAAAAGATAAAATAGTGTAAATACGAATATTATTATTCATCTGTGAGGAGGCAGACAAGCATAAAACCCTCGAGTTTGCTCTGGCTGTCTCGAAATGCGTGATTTCTCTCGTGTATGTGTACGTACACAAATACATGTTGTGTGCGAGTGAGTTGAAAACATCGTGCAAATACACATATACACACAGATGGAGGTACTGGTCGGGGATGTACAATCGTGTATACTGCGACGATATGCAGATGCATACGAGCCATGGTGGAGAATGGCCTGCAAGAACTGGAACAGTTGCGCTTTTTACGCAACATGCACCGAAGGAATAGGAGGTGGTACCAGCACGTTGGAAGTATATGCCCAAGAAGGTCGTCTAGAACTTCTGCAGTTAATCTGGCAAAAAAGACTTTGCCAATTGCGTACTAATAGAGTGGAAAGTGTAGCAAAGGCAGCAGGTATAGGAGGGCATGTTCCCTTGCTGCGGTGGATAAAACAAGAGAGGCCATTTTTTACGCCACATGTGGACAACATCATGTTCCTCGCAGCGGCAAAAAATGGCCACGAAGGGGCGGTGCGGATGTGCCACGATGAATGGAACATGCTGGCCGTAGACATGGCAATGCAGAAAGCAGCACGCGGCGGGCACGAACATCTTGTGCGGCAATGTTACGCATGGGGTGGTCGCCGTCTGGAGTGGGTGATGGCGGCGGCAGCAAAAGGAGGTCACGAAAGAATTATGCGTATAATTCGCGACGAGTGGGACGCAACAGTGAATGTTGGCTCATCGTTGGCGGCGGCAGCCGAAGCAGGCAACGAACATCTGGCGCAACTCTGTTACGAACAGTGGGGCGCAAGAAACGTGGATCAAGCCATGGTAAGGGGCGCAAAGTCAGGACATGAGCGCATTATGCGCATGTGTCATGACGAATGGGGTGCGACATACTTGAACGATGCGATGTTTTGGGCGGCGCGGTATGGCCACGAGCACATTGTGCGCCTGTGTATCGAGGAGTGGCGCGCCACGGATGTGGTCGGTGCAATGGTCGAAGCGGCCTGTCGCGGCCACGAAGGAATTGTGCGATTATGTTACGAGAAATGGGGAGCTAGCGCGGCGGGTGTTGCCGCGGTGCTAAAATTGCAGGGACTTGATAGACATGATCACATTGTAGCGATGTGTGAAACATGGCAGAGGGAAATATATTCACAATAAACTAGATATGTGGATAATATATACAATATGATGTGGTCAACAATACATAGTATATACATACTCTAAACATCCATTATCTCTATATACTATTCAAAGCACCCAAAGGCGTGCAACCAGGTGTTTTCGTCGTGTTGTTGGGCCTGATACTATACATGTAGTGCTGAAACGTGTTTCTCTCTGTCTCACCAATACGGAATCCACCATGCTCGCAACGTCCGTCGAGCGGCGGTGTGTTCGGGTGGACGGGATGGTTTCGCTCATCAGGTACCCCGACGACGTATGTGCGACGCGCACGCGGATTCGTCAAGCAGGACATCCATAATAGTGCTGTTTCAGATGCCATCTGCAAAGGCGTAAATAGAGAATGCGCACAAATAAATAAATGCAACATTCGCGGGAGAGCACACCTACAAACCACGCGCGTTTTATACTATACTTATTTACAGAGAGTAGAGAGATTGAAGGAGTATAGGGACGCCAGCAAATACTGACGTCATGCACCAAAACGATGCGAGTTGCGCACCAGTGCCAACAATGAGAATCGAAAGGAATAAAGTGAGAAGCCAGCCGCTTAGCAACGTCCATTTTAATCGCGGTTGTTCATAATGTAGCACGGTGACAAGAATGAGTAGAACGTAGACAAAATGGGTGGGTTGGTACGATATTGATTTGACGGCAAATATCCACGCCAAATGAATATGACCTCGATAGGTACATGTTTCGTTGCCATAATTGGTACCGGGCACGAAAGTTGTGAAACGTGCATCACGGTCGTCTTCAAAACGAAGACCAAGCGATAGCAAGGCAACGACACATGTGATCACAGAAAGGGAAACAGCAAACCGCATTGTGGTGACCTTGGAGATGGTGGATGATGAGAACAACCCAATCGAACTGAACAATACAGGTTGGAGCCAAATCAATACGTATGCAAGAATAGTGGTTGCCGTATTGGCTGCAGCGCAAGGACGGTACGATGATGATGTAGTGATAATGTGCAAAGGTAAATCATCCAAGTCCAACCAGAACCACTGGAAGGCCTGTAAAAACTCCATAACCGCGTAGAACACACAGAAGGCAACATAAAAGGGCCATGCTGCAATGGGGCGCCGACGTATAATCAGGAGGGCAGCGATCGCGGTATGAATCGCACCAAAAGCAAGCGAGGCAGGACCAGACCAGCACATCCGTATGATCTATGTATGTCACCGGGCTTGCGGCGAAGCAAGAACAGATACAGAAATACACACCTCCGTTGGTTAATATCGCAGTGCAGGCACAGAAAAAAATGGATTTGTCGGACATATCTCGAGTGCGTTCGTGTGTATGTATATATATATATATATATCCAACTGACTGGACGCATCACAATATCTTACAGCGCACAGGTTGCATGTTGTGGGAGTGTGTGGAATGATGTGTGAGTGTAGTAGTTGGTGGTCTATGTACAGAGTCAGTATGCATGCGCAATACACACTTACATGTAGAGACGCACGTGGGTGTGCAAATGCAATAATAGCGCCGGAGATCAATATTGTCTTCGATACATGTCAACAATTTTTTTACAGTACTGCAGTGGTAAAGTGTGATCGTGTGTTCACACTTAATATTATCTATCACAGTTGCGTTTTAGAGTGAGCACTTCATCTCCATATCCATCATCATCATCATCGTGTGCATTCTCCATGAGTGGAATCGTACCACACATCGCCGATAAAACACGCGAAAAAATGGAAAGGGTCTTTCGCGGTGGTCAGAACCCGCGCCGTGATTGTTGCACAGATTGTTCCAGTGCATGTGATTGTTGCTGTAAAAAGAAAAAGCGACACATTGGCGCTACAGGTGCTACAGGACCGTCGGGTGCGACTGGTGCTGCATCCGGTTTCACGGGCGCTACAGGAACAGGTGCGTCCGGTCCCACTGGAAGTACAGGGTCGTCAGGTGTCACCGGTGTGACCGGAGCGACAGGTCCCGCTGGTATTGGAGTGAGCGGTGTGACGGGCGCGACAGGCCCGGCCGGATCGAGTGGTGTCACCGGGCCCGTCGGTGGTACCGGCGCGACAGGCCCTGCAGGTACGCCCGGTGGAGCAACTGGTCCGACGGGACCTACCGGCCCGCAGGGAGATACCGGAATCCAGGGCGCATCGGGTCAGAATGGTGCCACAGGATCCTCTGGCGCCTCGGGACAAAATGGAGCCACCGGCGCGACGGGCCTGACGGGTGCATCAGGCCAAAATGGAGCCACCGGTGCAACGGGCCCGCAAGGAGATATTGGCCCACCAGGAGTCACCGGTGCGACAGGATTCTCTGGCGCCTCGGGGCAAAATGGTGCCACCGGCGCGACGGGCCCGCAAGGAGATATTGGCCCACAAGGAGTCACAGGTGCGACGGGTCCACAGGGAAACGTTGGTGGGTCAGGTGCCACGGGGTCCACCGGACCGAGTGGGAGTGTGGGTGCGACGGGTCCGCAAGGCCCGACGGGACCTTCTGGAATTGCTGGCGCTGGAGGTTTCATACCGTTCGCATCAGGTGCCATCGTTAATGCCACGGTCATTGCAAGTCCACCCACGGTGATGGGATTTGGAAACAATCACGTTGTCACACCCGTAAGTTCACCCGTTCAGTTTGGTCAGTTCGCCTTTACCGTTCCCACGGCAGGTGTCATTCGTGATCTGCAAGCGAGTGTCGACGTGCACTTTGCACCCAACACGGCGCAAGTGGCGTGGACCTACATTTTCCAGATTTACCGATCGGCATGTGCTACAGGAGGTGCAGAAATTCCAACAAATCCGTATCTACCAACAGGGCTCGTCGCCACCGCGACATTGCCCGCGACAACGACCACCACATTCCCGGTGGGCGAATATGTTTCGGCATGTGGTATCTCGGCAGTGACCGTTGCCGTCGCCGCCGGAGATCGGTTGGTGCTTGTTCTGACGTCGGATCAAGCGGGGACACCGCCCGCTATTGACGAAATTGCCTTTATCGGAGGTTTGATTTACGCCATATAAATAACGAAAACTATCTGTGGTTTTGCGGACAATGAGAAACAATATATATACTGAATAAATTCATTGGTTATTACTCTCTACATTGACTATCGGGCCCGTGATGTACTCAAAGTGACTCGACGGGCGGAACGGAGAGGTGTCTGACAGACGAGGACGTAAACGGGCGAACGGAAATGTTGTTCGTGTCAAGAACCATGGTGTGCACATTGCCCTTCGAGCCAGTGCCAGTCACCGTGTCAGAGTCAATGGCGTCGCCTTTCGGTGGCTCCCACCAAAACAACTTGTTGAGAAGACGCGCGCATCCAGAGATCTCGGACTTGAGAACGCCGTCCGACAACGCAGGAGAGGTTGGCTTGACGCAGGTAATAGTGAACACGCCCCTGCGATAAACAACATCATCATCACGGAACGCAATACCATCATCAACTGCGTCAACATGAATGACACTTACATGCTCTGTCGGTTCGTTGTACTCATTCCAATCCACCAGAATACCACGAATAAGAGACATGCGCATCTTGTACTTGGAGTGGAAGGGGATTTGAAACACAATAAATTCGTTGTCCGACATGACACCGACCGACGACAAACTAAAAAATAAGTGTGTGTGTCTGTCTAAGGAGAGTGTGACAAGATATACGTCTGTGAACGAGAGCAAGCAGTTTGGCATGCGTGCAACTAGAGTTTGTGCAAGTAAAACTCGAGTTGTATACTTTCTTGGCGATATATCTCTATGGTCGGTGGTGGTTCTATCATGTACATTACGAATAAATAATCACGGGGCGACAAAGTCAAAGTGGTGACGGTTTTTTATGCACGCGTGTGTATACAGTGAATGGATGTTTAGTTAGTATCTCCATGGTTGACGACCATTATGACAGGTTGAATCAGGTGTGTTGATAGGGGGGTGTAAATAAGCGGGACCTGCAGGTCCAATTTCATACAGAATTTCGGCCCTTCTGGTAAGAGCCCTGATCTCGGGATTGTCGGTACCATGATCCGTGTCTTCAGCCTTTGCGGAATCATTCTTGACAACACTGGATGTGAGAGTGTCGTTGCTGACGGCCGGAGCAGGCTTCGGAGCACCATTGTCAAGGCGAGTGGATTGGCGTGTGTTTGCGCTGCGACTGATAGTAGAACAGAGAGGCTGGTAGACCGCGCAACCAGCAACGAGGAACCATCCCCAACCGGACCGACGCATAATAGCGAGTGCCCCGGCAATGGTAAAACATGAGACCGACGGAATGGTGTGCTGCCAAACAGACTTTGTTGGTGGACAATGAGTGGTGGTGTGTTGATTCATGGCGCGCGCAGTGTCTCTATGTACGGGACAAGAAGATGATTTGTATATGAACCCCGCTTCCGGCAATAAATGCGCGGAGAACGTCCTAGTCTAACTGACTCAAGTAATACTGATTTACAATGAGAGTCATGAATGGTGCAAAACTCGAGTCGCAGATACGAGTGTGAGAAATAACACTGTGCATATGGAGTGATAGATTGTACAAGCGAGGATTGAATAATATGACTCGAGTTTTGTGTAAAAAATACAGTGACGAATGAGGTGATTTTGCTAAGTGTGTGTATATTTTGTGTACACTGACAGAGTGAAGGTGTAATGTGGATGTGGTGAGTGAGGAAGGTGGTGTACACAACGTGACGAGCGAAGAGAAGAGTACTAGTGGGAAGGATGTAGTAATATGATACAAAACTCGAGTTATATTTTCCCGAATGTACTGCACAATTACACACTACTGTACCATATATGAATAGACGAAGACAGACAGATGTCAATCAATAATATATGCGTGTTTGTCAGTACATGTATATAGATCTTATTCGAAGCAAACAACGCTGGCAGGGAGAGGGGCTTCTTTGAAAAAATAGCGTCCGCCAGACGACGGGCACGATCCAGAGTTGGTCACAATGTGGCGCACGTAGGGCTTTCCCTTAGTCAGCGTCTCCACTCGCAAAGGGCAGTCGAGACCCCAGAATTTCACCATATCGCTCTGAGAGCAACCCTTCTTCATAACACCAGGGTACTGATAGTTGAGATACGTGTACAACGTGACGAGAGACCAACGTGTCTGTGCAAGATGAATCAACACGGGGTCCGTCACAAACTGCTTCTCCAGGTCTGTCATGGCAGAGGTCTCGTTCGTGGGCGCGTACGACCCAGTATTTGGACCGCAAATTTGATGCACCATGACGCTGGGCAGACACCCGAGGGCCTCCATATCCATACTGAGTCCGAGTCCAATCTTCACTGGAACAACGACCAAGAGCTCGCCGTCCAACGGAGCAGTGGAGGGCACTGCTGTAGAGGAAGGTGTTGGTGCGGCCAACTCGCGTGCCAATGGAGGGGTGAGTGACACTGTACAGAAGTGGAAACGGCTCTCTTTCTCAACATCACGGACGGCAGCACACATCGCATGGTCTAGGTCCACGTGGCGGTAGAGCACTTGACGTGTCCAAGTCGGCGTGTCGCGCAAGTGCACAATAATACTGTCAGTGACCGTGCCCGGGAAGCGCTGCGCCACGTTTCGACAGAATTCTCCAAGATCTTTCTCAGATGGAATTGCCATCATCACGTCAACAAATGCTTGAACAGTTCCTTTAGAGTCTGCATTGTAGCACCGCAATACAGTAAGCATATCCGTATCGCTTTTCGCCCACACTGCCTGATGCAGACGATCCGATAAAGAGGTAGGAGGGATGGACATGTCTCTGTGCTAGGATTGATATTGTTTCGCTTTGCGGCCGACGCTGACTCTGAACTTACTGACTACCGGCAGAACGGATTGCGTGTTTTCTTGCTGGTACCTTTCTCGAGACATGTGCTACAACTCGAGAGGGCAGCACCACCACAAATATACTCGAAGTAGCGAAATTTATGTTCTTCAAGTGTAGTAAACACGCACATCATCGATCGATCATCCTCAGTGATTGCACAGCAAGATGAACGCCGCAACGCTCGAACAGGCGGCAAGTTTTTCGCAGTTGGGGTTTGTGGCACGGTCCGAGGCCAAGTGGACACAGGTTTCGCTTCCAGACTTGGGGTGGAATATTACAGAACCGCTCCATCAGCATTTGGACCAATTGCGTACGGATCCATCGCTTCGTTTCCTTTTGGAGGGTCTGTCTGAGAAGTCTACATCCCCCGAGGATGCGCAACGACAGATCGATCAAGTGAACGCGGCTGTTATGAAGTGGCAAACCACGTTTCTTCCCTCTCACGTGACACATGTGGTGTTGGATCACTGCTACAACATGAGCATGCCCGAGGAAGACGAGTGCAAGACACTCATCAAGGTTTCGGGGTCCAACCAACGTGTGTCGTATTGGACGGTGCTGTGCGCATTGGATGCGTTTTACCGGCAGAACAGACAGTTGTTATTCTGGACTCATACGGATGGGACGGAATATTCTGTCGATCATGTGTATTTTGAGGGATTTTTAGAATGCGCGCATCCACAGAGCCCCCATGTTTTGTACATTCAGCCAAATATTGGGTCTTAAGCGAAACATGTTTACACATCGTTGTTACAGCCAGAAATACAGATTGTATTCATTATTTTTTCTTCTTTGGGTCGTCAATGGCCATGAACCAATCCAAACGGGGTACGACCGTGTCACCATTCACGACGTTCGCCACAAGACTGCCACCGACAATGTGCGTCTCGTATTTGACACCATGATCGTCCACATTCACAGGCACACAGCAATGACCGGGCGGAATGTTATCATCGTCAATAACAGGCCAATCACATTGCACAACGTGCTTGGTTGTTCGTTGTGTATCAAAATTGTATTGCTCCCATTCGTACGTGTAGTTATCACCTTGCCATTCGCCATGGTCGTCAAAACAGCAAAACGCAGACACCCAGCCACTAATGTACGAAGGTCCGCTCCCACCACCATAGTGCGTGCAGACGCGCGACCAAAAGTCGACACTGTGCTGACCGCGCGACGCTCTGATCAACTCGTCAAAGATAGGTCTGAGTAACGAATGCCACTTTTTCATATGCCCCTGTGCATTGTCAAATTCCAACAGTCGATCAACGCGCCGCGCCAAATCCTCGTAATCGGCCGGAGTGCCACACAACGTGACGTTGGGAATGCCACATTCCAAAACCATTTTGTAGGAGAAATAAGACTTGAGCGCACTCATCAAGACGACGGAAAAAACCAACGCGTCATTGGGTGTCGTTGTCGTGAACGACGGAATGACCCAATCGCGGATCGATGGATCCTTCAGGTTGGAAGCGATTTGAGGTATCATCTTGCGAATGAACACAGCATGGTCTACCGTGCGAATGTGACCGTCCATGTAAACAATCAATTTTCGTTTTCCCTGAAAATCCACAAACCGCGATCGCAACTCTTCGGCATTCGCGTTGAGGTAAAAAGAAAATTGCACCAACACAGCACTCCAAAAGTCGTCAGGTCGCAACTCAATATTGTAATGGCGGCTATATGCCGAAATGAGACCACTGACAAGTCCATGTGAGAGACTCATCGTCGGTTCGGCAGTAGAGTGGGGCGGCAAAGAATGTCGAAGGAGCTCGCCGCGTTTTCCGATTTCCTCCGTAAAGGCCTCAAGTTGCCGAAGGGACTTGAGCGGATCCGTCAATTCATGCGGCGCAGGTCTGTTGGCAGCGTGATTCGCCACCCGGAATGTAACTCGATGTGGTGCGGCAGCAGTTCCCTGTTGGGCGGCCGGTAAAGTCGAGTACTCCATGTTTACACGTGAAAGAAAGCAATAGGATCACTTACGGCAGAAAAGTGAACTATGTGTCCCAGCGATGCGTTGCAAAGGCACACACAACAAACGATGGATGGTTTTTGTTCACATCCCAGCAGCGGTTCGCGAATAAACATGATGCTGTCAAAACTCGAGTACGACAGCAGAGATTGTTTGTAAAGTATTGTTGGTGTGCTGACATCTCGAGACCACGTTTGTGTGCTTTTCGGATATGATCTGAACGTTGCAAAGATTCGCGTAGTGTTGTGGAAATATTTTTCCACATGCACATCGTAGCATATGGCTGAAAAGTCATACTACGCCATATATGACGTCCGCGAAGAGAAGAAACCCAAACTCGTCGAGGGCTGTCGGAGTATTCCGGATGACGGTATCGAGTGCCGCATTATCGAGTTACTCGCACGAGAGCAGACGATTGGCGCGTACGCCATGATTTATGAGCGTGCCGTTGGTCGTTTGCGAGTATTTGTGCGTGCGAAAAAGACTTTGAAGATTGAAAGATTTGGGATCGGCGTAACCGGCCACCTTTTTGCAAACGGACGGGAATATTACGGTTGGTCAGACTTGCTTGAAAGACGTCCAAACTGGACACTGCGTGCCTTTGTCGCCAGTCCAGAAAGCTCGACAAAAAAGCAAAAGCAAGTGTAGTAAATAAATCTTTGTATGCAATAATATCTACACACACCTTGCCCTCTTGTGCATATATATATAATCACGAAAAGCAAAGTACAAAACATTGGAGTGTTTATTTACTCTATTGCGCTTTCACGGCATAAATGCGCGTAATGCATCGGTGGTATCCATCGCTATCATACCCACACGGCGAGCCAGAGACATACAAATACCGTGTCCCAACATCTTCCATCACTTGCTTCGGAATCTGAACCATCAGGTCCGCAGGGGCATACTCTTTTTTGTACGACGCATTGTAGTAATGGAGCGTAGGACCGCTCCAGACAAGCGTCAACTCGGTCGCAATGTCGTAGGATGTCTTCTGCCCCGGCGTGCTTGTCGTCAGCCCTGGCTGTCGAACATAGGGCACGAGCGCGCCAGGAGGCTGTCGTTGGAGATGGAGCGTATCCGGGGAAACGCAGATCGCAGGGGTCATGTGCGAATTCCACAATTTCTCAAATTGCTCCGTATTGGTATCCGAGCCCGCTTCATGTACCGCGTCTGCAAATTCTTGTAACGCCTTATTGTACCAATCGTGACGCGCCAACCAATTACCTTCCGCATGCAGCCATTCCGTCGTGGAGCCGTTCAACAAGCGCCGTTCATCCAAACCATATTTGGACTCTAGCAATGTTAGAATCACATTGGGAAACTCGCGATACGGCATTTGTGGCTCCGATTCATGTTGTTCTTCTTTTCGTCCTGCATGTGTGTTCACCACCACAGGGCTCTGCTGCGTTGGCAACCCATGCACAGCAGCATGCAGGGCATCGTTTTGAGGAGTGCTGCTCATGACCTCCATAAGGTATGTTGTTGTGACCAACGAAGAAAAGAAAGGAACTAACTGTGTCTGCTTGCACGCACGCAGCGACTGCCAACACTTTGTGTCTCGAGCAGGGGTGTGTGCTCTAATATTGAGCTATATGCAAAACTCGAGTGGCAAATGATATGATATGGCGGAATTTATTTCTCGAATGAGTATATCTCGAGGAATTGTACGGAAAACCGCGCACACGGACGTATATAATATTAATTGCGTTAGGATCAGTTTGAGTCAGTTTGTTTGTGTCAACGTAACCTAGTAGAAATGGACTGGACATTTAAGGTTGCGGGTGCGATGGGCGTTGCGGCGGGCCTTTTGATGTTGCCCTCACGTAGCCCTGGGCAACCATCGCGCACGGTAAAATCACACCTCTTCGACGCACATGTGATGGGATTTGCGACCGGTGCGGCGTGCGCCCTCCTGGGTTCGGTCGCGTGGAAAGTGTATTGCGAATTTCCCAGCCAGATCTCACAAGAGGATCTAACACCGTTGAGATTCATTTATACCTTTCTCGGTGTATCTACCGTCACGCAGGTTCTCTACGTCGTGGGGCAGCGGTGTTTGGATTACGTGAACAAGAAGCAAGTGTCACATGAGGATAACTAATAGCAACGTGTAATGCTCGGTTTTTGTGTAATGAATGTAATAAGATTGACGTCAGTGTAATCGTTGGCAAGTAAAAGATTGTTATGTTATTATTCTCGTAGTGTGTGACACAGAACGAGAGGAATGGAAGGGGACACCTGAGCAAACCACCACTTCTGCACAATTTTTTACGTGAAGCAAAAAGATGAACAAGCACAATATATTTATTCTACTTTGTCAATATCAACAATCGCGCGAATGGATATACATTCGATACCATCCGCCACGCGTATCTTCTCCACTCTTCCATTGCATTTGAAGACGATCCGATCGCGATGGCGCGTGACAAACGCTCGCATGGACTCGCCCACCACGGGCAGATCGCCCGCCGTGATCTCCAACCGCGCAGAATACTCACAATTTTGCGGCGTTTGGCCTCGAGGGAGTTTCGCGTTGATGATTTCAAATTCGCATCCGAGCACAAGTCTGCCTTTGACGATCGCACGCACTTCAAAAGGAGTATACTGGATCATTTCTAACAACCGTTCAAACAATTGTTTCGTACTAACATCGGGCGCTTCTCCACCCCAGAATGGGATGATTTCTCGGCGGTAGTTCATAGGTGATCGTGCTTAAAGCAGGGCAAATTAAGTTGTTGACTAGGACCAAGGGAGCCCCACTACACTGCGCGCTCTCGAGTCATGCTTCTCTCGAGTTTTCTCCATGATGGGGGCACTGTATATATTGCTGCACTCACTGTGTGGTAATATTACGCGCAATTGCATCCACACATCTATCTATTTTTTAGATTACGTAGATGGCGAGCGTGGAGAAAAAAATAACCGGTGCTGCCGAACAAGTGGCAGCCGTGGATGTCAATGTCACCGACGCCACTACAGCATCCAAAGTAGTAAGATCGGATCATAATAGTGAAATTATCAAGGAGTTAAATCTTATGAAGGCGTTGGATCGTCACCGTGATCTTGAGCGCTTCCATCGTGGGATGGGTGTCCTTGTGACTGCACTTGTAGGTCGCGTGATTCTACCGCGCCTACCCGCCGTACCCGGTCGTTTGGCGCGGTTCTTTGCACCTTCCGTGCTATCTACGGGTGTCATCTCGCTAACTATTTCACCTTGCACGGATTCCTCATTAGAGGAAGTACGTTCCCGGGTCGAACGCCTCCGATCAAGGTTGACCGACCGGTCAAAGATTAGTCACTTGTACCTTATTGGTGCTGCCGAAGGTATCGGCGTTGCTCTTGGAAAGGTGGGTCGCGCTTTAGTTCCTATTCAATTGTAACTGTGTATGTATGTCTCACGATGGGATGAACGCTCCATGTTAGACAAATTTGAGTGATGGTATAAATATACAAAGTCTTTGCACAACGTAGTTGTTGGATTTATCATTTCTGTGGATATTGGACAGAATCTGTTACTAACTGCTATATAAACAACACATGGATGTGCTGGTGGAGGATATACGGACAACGATCCTGGTAGATTACTCTGCGCCCTATCGACCGTTGTGGGCATTGGCAAGTCAGAAGTGCAAACACATTGACAGCAGCGGTGTGTATAATGACGAGGAAGCGAGGGATATGCGACAACAACGTCTTCGGACACTGAAAAAACTGGCAAAGGAAGGTCGCCATACATTACTGGACTGGATACGAGCGATGCGCAATGGAAAGAGATGGACTTTGGCAGAACTGCATGCGCTGATGTGTGCGGCGGCGAAAGGAGATAGTGAGCGAGTACTACGACAGTGTCACGATGAGTGGACTGTGGTGGGATTAGCGCGTGATGTGCGGTTATCGAAGGCTACGGCGGAGAAATGGGCGATGGTGGAAGCGGCACTGAAGGGTCACGAACACCTTGTGCGGCTGTGCCATGACGAATGGAACATTGTTGGATATTTAGATCACGTGATGGCGGCAGCAGCAGAAGGAGGCCATGAACAAATCGTGCGGTTGTGTCATGACGAATGGCATGCAAGCGATGTGGATTGGGCAATGGCGGCGGCAGCGCACGGAGGGCACGAGCGAATCGTGCGACTGTGTCATGACGAATGGGGCGCAAAGGACGTGAAACGGGCCATGAGGTGGGCTACACTACACAACCATCATAACAAAATCGTACAATTGTGTGAAGAATGGATCAAATAATTACAAGAAGATGCCAACAACAATATATATTGAGTGTTTATGTGTGATACCATGAAAATATATTGTTTTTACAAGCCTAATCAAGACATTATCAGCAAAACGTAATTACTTACAATTACTGCCATCTCAACCGAATAAGGTCACCGTCGTCCGGATCGCAGACACACTTCACTTCAAAACCAATCTCTTTCATGCGTCGACAATATTGATCCAACAACGATTCCACACCAAGGTTCACACACGACTTTTTCCAATAATAAATCGAGCCGCTATATACATCACTTGGGATTTTGTTGTCCATCGTAGCATCTGCATTCTCTTCTATCATTCTGCACTCAAACCGACGTAAAAACAGATCCATACCATGGCTCCCCGTCCTTGTCGCATGTTGCAAACAAAACTCCAGGGTCATGGCCTCCAACTTGTCCAGGTAGCGACGAACGTGTGCGTCGCGCTTGTGCCAATAAGTAACAACGTCTTGCCAAACATTGTACGCTCTCGTCCCTTCCGCCGCTGCCGGACCTGTTTCCACACGAAACACGGCCTTGTTTGTTGTATCTGTTACTTCCGTCACCACAAAACCAAGTTGTTCAAGTTGCGCCGATATTACAGGGGCCAAATGCCACTCCCAATCTGACTCTGTCAACTGTGTACAACCATACACCGGTGGAACCTTAAACAACATATGACGGTCCATGTAAACTATCACATCCCCCTCATCGATGGCGCTGCTGCTCAGCGTGTCCAAAAGATACGCGACGCATAGAGGCGCCAATCGTGAGATTTCTGCATCACGTTGTGCACGCTCTTGCTGTTGCTTCAGATACTCCTCGCGCTGTCTCGCTTCTCGCGTTGCGACCGATGCCGCTCGCAGTGTCTCAAGCGTGATTGCTTTTGCAGCACTCATCTAGTTGAGGATAAACTGAAAAGAATAGAGACCCAAACTCTTCTCGTGTGTGTGTATGTATTATCTCCCGATATATACGGAATAGAAGAAGGATACATGGATGTACGACACCACGATAATGTATTATCTCGAGTTAATTGTTTTACCTCGAGATGTTTTGATGACTCTGCTGGTTTATATTCGATATATGTGTGCTTTGACGCGCGTATACATCGCGCCATAAAAACAACACATATAGCGGTCTGCTGTCTGTTCTCACACACATCTCTATAGTCAATATGCTGGCAAGACGGGTTTTTCGTATCCAAGGATGCTACTGGTTGAGTGAATTTGTAGACCCCGTAGAGAAAGCTCCAGAGTTTGCGGACCTTGACACGATCAAAGTCGACTTGGACAAGGAAGGCCAATGTCCTGATGATGTCAGTGTGGACAAGGCAATGGCTGTCTTAAAAATGATACTCGACGCGCATCCAAAAGCCTGTGTTGTGCTCTACCCAAGGACACCTCTGATTGGGTCGTCTCCGCTTGTCGATACTTTGCTCGATTACATGCTAACGCATTTGGTGGGACGCGTCAAAATCAATGTGGACAATATGGGCCAACGGGACGACTGGAGTGATTGGGAGCAGTGCACATGTCACTTTATGACTGCTCTGATAAACAAACTTGGTCAACTGACAGAGGAGCAGGCGCGCCTCGCAAAGGAGAACTGGAAGTCCTTACCATGGATCTTTGAAAGCACCGAGTGCCGTACCTGCCAAAAGGAGGCTTGGGAAGGCTGGGCGCATCCTTGTCGAGACCAGGCGTGGGCCAAAATGTGCAAGGATGTCCAGAAGACATACAGTACAGAGTGGCCAATCATGTTTTGTCAAAGAGATTAGTATAGATGTAATATATATAGATACGTATAATAAACGCCGTCGCGCAAGAGGAACACTGTTTCGCTTGTGACCGCGGAATATAAATCAGTTTCTATCGATCATCGTGAGTACACACCAACATCATGTACGAGTCTAGGGGAGTGAAACGGCAAAAACTGCGCGATTATAGTGTGAGTCCAGTGCCAATGTCACTATCGCCCGCCACCGCGACAGGACCAAACCTCCTGTCAGTACCGCCGGAAATGATCGCAGAGGTCTTGCAACAGCGGCCTGAGTTGGCTCCGACGCTGGCACGCGTGGGAGGTCCGTTCACACAGTCCGGACTCTTTGGAGCACCCACGTCAACAGGATTAACCACTCTCGCACAGATGCGACGACAGAAGGCAACCTCGTTTGCGTGCACGGCAAACCCAGCCGAGTGTGTCCTCACCTGGCCCGCACCGAACGTGTACGTGAATATTCGTACGGGCGCAACCGATATTAGAGTCGCGTTCGAGGTGCTCGAAGATGAGGACGATCCCGATGAGTTTTACGCGGATGTTCTTCCGTGGACGGCACAGGACTGGAACGCGGTTGCATGGAACTGTTCATGCTTGCCACTCTCGTTTGACTTGCCCATCAGGGTCTTTGAAGGATACGACGTAGTGTTGCATTTCCGTCCAACGTTCACACAGGACCGACCCTACACAGTCGCCGACGTACGCCAGTATATTTCACAATACCTTGCTGAACCGTTCACTGTGGAGCAGAAGCGGTACATTGTGTCGGAAATATACGCGGCATGGCAACACTTTTTGCAGCAGCGTAAGAAGAACCCGCAACTGGAGTGGCCCACGGCACCGGCACCCAACAGCAGCAGTGTCGTTGATTATGTCCGCCAACGCCGCCGCGCTGCGTTTGAGTCGCAGTACGTGGCACCAATACCTGCCACATTCGACGACGCATTCATGGCGTGGTTGGCGCAATCACCTCTCAGCGAAGTCATCATAGGGGGTGGGGAACAACAACCTGCATTGGCACGCATTCGTTCAGCAACAGAGTATATTCAATCGGGATCTGTGCAACCCCGATGGGGAGACTTGATCAATATTTTTGCGGTTCAACCCGTGCAACAATACGACAGACAGAGCGGACAAACATGGTTGAAAGTGGTACAACTGTCGCCCGACGTCGAAATTCTCCATGAGTAAGTACTCATAAATATTGTTGGGTGCAAACAACCATATATATAAATACACACAACGAGAGCAAATGTTCCATTACAATGATTGGAGAAGGAGGTTGACGTAGGCGGCAATGGTGCTGGGTGACTCGCCAGAGATCCAGGCCCTTACGGGCGAGGCGTAACTGCGTAAATAGACGTCGACGGGTTCGCCGCGACCGTACAAACCTCTACCGGGATACCTTTCATGCTGCAGGCCGATAATCTGCTCACGCAAAAAGGTGGCATCGCCAATGGTAATCCAACGAGAGTTGTGCGCTGCTGCGGTTGCCACTGGAAATTGCTGCGTGCCGCCGTTGGAGACATTCGTGATCATGGGAGACATTGACATTTTCTGGTTTTGTCAGGGGATTTGGTTTTTGTTGTGTATGTGTCGTAAACAATGAGTGCAGTGCAAAACAAACAAGAGCAATGTGTGCATGAAACCATTTATTCCCATCTGATATGTGTGGCTGTACTTGATTCTATACACACTCGAACGGTACTTACTTTATACACACCTGGGCTATCAGAGCCAAGAAAAGGACAATCGGTACGTAATATCCATTTCTGCTGCCTCGTCGTACTGCTCGCGAGCCAGCACAGCGATATTGGCGGCAGTTAACGGCTTCTCGTGAGTGTCACGATCCATAATTGCTCGCTGCGCTGCGGTCGCAACCTGAATGTGCCACGCAAATTGCGCAAATGAAGACTCAGCCATAATCCACTCAGTGTCGCGGCGATAGAGCATACACTCGTGAACATAGCATTGATCTGCAAACTGCGTACATGACGGATACAGCACGACATGCACGTATTTTATATTTGCGGGCACACACGAGAGCGAGTCGGCTTGATGAGGCCAATGAATCTGCCCTGTCCACCGTTGTCGAAGGGCTGCAGCGGTCAACCCGCAATGCGTGTCAATAAACTCGGGCATGTGGCGGTGAAAATGTTTCGCCAATGCAGGATCTCGCCATAGGATCTCCTCCTTTTCCGCATGTGTCACTGCCCGCAGATCATCACACTCCATCTTGGAGACACGCAGTCGCTATCAGTCATTAGGCGACTGCATGGATGTATATCACACACCATATCATGCACTCGAGTTGTTGTATATATTAATTATTCTGTTCTCGAGCCACGGTTGTCACACTCGAGAACGGGGATAGTGAATCACAACGCAGCCAGCAAAACGAACAACCATAATCACTTCTTCTTGTCTATCCCACCACGGAATCAATCCTTCTACTACATCCTACGACTTTTACAAGCTCCTCCTACATGTCGTCAACAAAGGAGAACGATCCGTTGCCACGCGTTGCTTCCGTGTCAAAGGCCCATATCCGTGAACAGATTGTTGCGAAGGCGATTGCGCGTCGTGCATCGCGTTCGATGAATGAAGGTCTCGAAATGATGTTGTCGATGCAAGATGATGTCAATCGCTTCTTCTATGCACTTGACCACTGGTACATTGTGCGCGACATGCTTACCAGCCTCCCATGCGTGAACCTGGGCAAAATTGAACTTCGGTCTCTTGCCATCCGTTTGGACTGTATCGCTGGTCTCCTTGCGTCGTTGATGCCCATGTTGCGAGACACATTCTGCAAAATGGAGCCATCTGTTCGCTCTGTGGTGCCAATGCCGGTTGTGTGGTTTGAAAGTGACGTTATTGCGACCGCTTCAACGGCGAGTGGGTTTGTGAGAAACCCGGAGATGGATGTGGACACAGTGTTGAATGAATTGAAAACGTTGGATACGGGCAAGTTGTTGACGGAATTGAAGCAGACGTTGGAGGAAATGGACGCCCTTGACCATCCTGCTCTTAGCCTTGAGCGCAGCGAGCTCATGAATTTGGACTTGCGCCATATGATGCACGCTACGTTGACATCACAGCCAAACCGCCTCGGATGTGAATTTACCCAGGTTGCCGTGTCCATCAAGACGATGCAGATTCTCGTTGACAAGGCGTGCAACATTTTGTTACGTCTCAACCTCTTGTACTGATTATTACTGCATGAGTGAGTGTGAGTGGTGGAACACAATGTCATGCTAAGAAGTGTATAATATTAATACACAGTACTCAAGTTTCTTCCTATGCATGTGGGTTGTCTGCTGTGTCGCTTTCAGTTGGAGAGCAGTCCAAGATGGACAAGATGATGAGTGCTTGGAAATCAGGATATTGAAGTGCCAATGAAGCCATCAGATTGCTCTCAAACATCGCCTCAATGTGTTGTCGGCTTTCGGGCTGCTGTAGCACTTTGATAAAAGCGTCGCACGTTTCTTCTTGCCATTTTCGCAACTGATCCACTGTCACATCATCAGCAAGGGACGTAGTCGACAACACCATGCTCTCGCGAATGAAGAATAAGGCAAGTCGTACGAGCACGATGAATGGGGACACCGTATGCGTCCTAACATGGAAGGGAACATCGGGTGTATCTTTATGCGTGAGTGGGACGACAGTGTCGAGGATCAAAGATTGATCCGAAATGGACCACTTCTGAAGCAGGGAGTTGATTGAAAGAATATCGTTGGTGCTCAGCATGAAAACACCATCCTCGTATTTGTCGGCCACGTGCTTTTGAATGTGCTGAAGCACAGGTGTATTCTCTAAGAAGTACTGTAAATGAGGAGGGGCGACAGGCGATGTTGTTTCGGCAGGCGCTTCATTCTTTACTGCTCTTTGTTGCGCGAGCGCCTTGAGCACCGTTTTCCGAAATACTCGCAGACGTTCGCGCGCGGCCTGGCATTCAGCGTCATTTTGTTGATCAGTGTCGCGTGATGATGACAGGGAAGTGACTTCACACTGCTCGGCTGCTGATGGTGAGAACGCCCAGCGGTAGTACGGATGCATCGCATCCACTGTGGGTTTGTTGTCGTCGACACGAGTCGTGTTGGGTGTAACAAGACACTCATCGATCGCGAATTCACACACAGGAACATCAGCATCGTCAATAGATTGCTGTTGTTCCACTTCCATTGTGTTGTTGGTCTCTACCTTTTGTAATAATAATTGCAATATGTGTATGTACGAAACTAACTCCCTGATATGAATTCGTCTTTGGCATACCGGCTATGTATATTATGTGTTATTCACAGAGGCGAGCGTTTGAAAAGTAAAATAACAGAGTTTGTTTCCGTTGATTTTCACAAAGACTACGCCATTGCGGGTTCACCCAATCGAACAAAGTGGTGCCAGTGATCAAGAATCTCGCTGCCGGTATGCGAGGGCGTAAAAACGTTGGTGTTGTTGCGATGCGTGACAGTGACGTTGCCAAAGAGCGTCGCGTTCTCCATCCATTCTTCCATGCGGTCACGGCCGAGTGGGCGGAGGTAACGAGAGACCAGATCTTGTGGAAGCGCGGCGTGCGGAAAGGAGATGTCGCGGCTCGCGTCGGTGCACATGCCCTTGTCGTCCACAGTTTCCTTCCATGCCAGGCGGCGTAGCGTCGCAAAAAGATGACACTCTTCAATCAGAGAGCCGTCGCGAGCGCGGAAAGTGTTTGTGCCGGTGACAGTAAATATGCGCCGAGAGAAGAACCATGCATGTATCGCAGAGGCACATTCGATCAAGATAAAACTGCGAGGCTGTTTATCGGTTTGGTCCACAAAAAGACCGAGTGCACGGCACGGGGGCTGATCCGGCGATGACGAAGAAGGAACGACCTTGTCACCACCGCGCTTGCGAAAGGAGATCGTGAGTGCGTCAATGAGCAATTGGATGTTGAGTTCGACTGGGACATGTTTACACTACCCTGTTTCTTCTGTCAGGTAGACAGACAAAAGGCGGCCGATATCGTCGCGATCGTGTAGTTGCACGGGCGCCCCAACCGGAGGCGACGAACAATCAACCCACACGTTGTCCATATTGTTCTCCGTGCTATGTGTGTATGGTGGTGTATATTTATATCGGTATGTAGCACATTATGGTCTATTCCTATCATACGTCAGATTTATTCCATTCAATACATGTTAGCAATACATATATGGACTCGAGATGGTGTATGGTACAACACGCACCCATCGGGTACGACAGATGGAGAAGAGGCGAGAAGAAACTACGATAACAAAGATGTATGGAGAATGGTGGTGGAGCAGTGGGGATCGAGTCGGGTGAGTTCCTGTACCCGTTGTTTGCTGGCGCAGACAACGTCACCAAAGGAACCTTCCGCAATATAGACGCGCGCGCGGTGGTCGGAGGTTGACTCGTACCGCGTAGGAACGATGATAATGTTGTGAATGTTGAAGTGGTTCTCGACACGGCTTTTCACGTCGTCAAGGGTGCGACACAGTATCCAGTATTGATCACTTTCGTCCTCGTATGAGATTGTGTAATTAACAGCGTAGACGAATTTTCCACGAGCCATTATTGTGACAGCGCAATTACCATGACATCATCAGGACACGCGAGACTGGAGGCTAATAATATTACATGTCATTACAATCTCGAGAAGGGTAACTCTCCTCGAGAAAAGGAAATGTTGTCTCGCTCTAATGAGTGCGTCTTCGGCTTAACAGTTATTGTAAGTGTGAAGAGTGAGTATACAACGGAAGCGAAAAATGACGTAGTACAACTCGAGTTTTACGGGAATCACGATTATGAAAGTTGAGGATTGATGGTGTGATAAGTGAGTGGAATATGTATGAAGGAAGTGAAGATGTTGTGCGAGTGGTGAGTGATGAAGTTGGTGTACGAAGCGTGAGTGTGGTGGTGGGAGAGTGCTCTGGTCGAAAAAGTATATTAAGTTGCACAAAACTCGAGTTCTCTATATACAAGCAATGTCATGTTACATGCACAATAAAAAAGGATGATCTGTTTCGTCCCTCTACACATGATACCTGTGTTAGAAATAATCAGTTGGGGAACGTATTGTGTTGCGTGGAAGACATGAATCAAGATCAACAACCACAATCATTGAGCCTCGCACCGCCAACGGCAATCCCGTTTCACTGCGCAATCGACGTTAAAAGTGATATCTTAATTGATGCCGCCGTTAATCGGCTCGGCCCATCACGTCATGCACACGTGTGCGAGGGACCGTTTGTTGTGACAGATTTCTTAGTTTTCCCCGACCACTTGGCCTACTATCATTTACGCCCCTTAAAAAAGGATATCAAAAACAAGGATGCCGGGGAAGCAGCAGTAGCATCATCCATCGGTGTCTATATCGAGTTCCGTGATTGCTACAATCGCGAGAAGGCACGCGCATTGACTCGCTCGTTGCAGTTTGGTACCATCCTTCAATCGTTCACGTATTGGCAACTTCACCTACCTGCACTCACTCGGTATCCATCGGACCGTCGAGCGGACGATCATCAAGCCACCTGGGTCCTAGCAGACATCACGCTCGCGGAAGAACAGACGGAACCCATCTATTTCCAACTTCCAGGAAGGGATCCTTCTCCTCAGGCAATGTATGACCGCTTTCACCTACGCCGCATCTGCCTCCTACCGGAACAACGCGAGATGTTGTTGCGCGTGACAGACGATACTGAGCGTTTTCTTGTTGCTTCGACATCCCACGATCGCGAGCGGGGTCGTCCAGTGGTCAACGAAGCGGGTGATTTACTTATTATTCGACTTGCGCCTGATCTTAGTGCCAAACAAATCATGTATCGAAATGTGCTCACAGGCCGCGAGCGCGTTTGCTACGAACAGGATGCCAACACCCTGCGTGATATTGTTGCCAAATTGCATCCTAATGATGATGATAACACAAATTCCATGCCCGTGTGGGTGCGTGATTTTTATAATCGGTGGTTGCACGCCTCCTCGAACGATTCATTTGTAACCTTTGGTGTTGCAGTTGAAGGAAAATTGTGCTCTGTGTGGGACAAATAAACAACGAGGATGCCCGAACAAAAAGTCAGGACGTAATATACACATTATCATTATTGAGCTTGTATTCTATTCTGCCACCACTGACGACACAATTGTACAATGTGCTCGTGTCCTGCTCGACGTGCTTGTTCCATCGCTGCGTATATGTCGAGTGCTGGACCACGCCACTTGTAACAGAGCCGCACGATGGCTTCGTGTCCACCCCTCGCAGCGCCCTGCATCGCGAAATGCAGATCCGTTGCGTGCCATTCGAGATAGAGAAACCGGACAATCTCCTCATGCCCTCCCCTTGCTGCCGCTGCCATCGCATGATGTATCTGTTTCGCACCAAATTCCTCACGACACACTTGCATCAATCGCAGGTGACCTCCCGCGGCCGCGGCGCACATTGCCGAATTGATGTGTCGCGCGCCGAGCGTATGAAGGACCCGAAAAACCGCTTCGTGACCCGCTTGTGCGGCTGTTAACAGTCCTAGATCGACGTTCCTGGCGCCCCATGTCTTACACAAGACGGATACGGTTGACGCATGGCCGGCTTTCGCTGCGTGTATCATTAACGAGTTCGCAATCCCACGTTTGCATGTGTGCGATCCTCGTGTTTGCCAAATCCAATTCAGTAATTCCGCACGACCTTCCTTTGCTAGTACGACGGGCAATGTCGACGTGGTGGTGCTCCCACGGACTAGATTGTCACTCTTGTTTTGACCTTCTTGTCTCCATTGCCTGCATGCCAGATGCCACAATGGCGTGTACAACGGCGCATACAGAGACAGTATCGCTTTTCGCACGTCTCCTACCAACACATTCATTCACCAAAGAACAGAAGAAAAGTGCAAAAACAATAAATACTACGAGATTTGACCGATTGTTTACCCCGCGGTATGTGCGTCGTAAGCATCTCGAGAGTATTCCGCGGCGATTCCGTGATGGCCGTGTCTGCAGTCAGTCACACAGAACTTAAATCTATGGAACCGGGTGCAAACACTCCAGGCGTGATGGACATTATACCTGGCGCTCCCACTGAGCAGGAAGAGCATGGCGATGATGATGAGCCCACCTTGTTTTCACGTGTCGTGGACACCCTTCCGTCGGATATTCTTCAGAAACTGGTCGAACACGTGGTTCATCGCAATCCGGCGACTCTATTCCCTGTGATGTATTCTATTCGTGTGTGGGATGTGGCCCACCAGGCGAATAGACGTCAATTTGGAACACAGCCAACGAAGGATGCCAATATTGTGTGTTGGTCTGTGCGAGACTGTTTGGATCAGATTGCACGCATGGAATCAGCACCCGGTATCATGCGGGCACCTGTTCCCTTCGGTATTACATCCGACCAAATGACACATGAGACCTTCATGGCCGCAATCCTAAAGGAGGAAGCCGAATCGCCATCACAAGAAGATTTGCATTCGGCACTCGTACGACTTTTCAATATTGATGCGGATAGACATATGTGTGCAGCAATCATTTCGCGTATGACACCTTGCGCGCGTTCACTTCTTCACCACCTAGCAAAATACCAGGCGGTACCATGTGCCTCTTCTTGGACAACATCTATGATTGGAGGTGAGTTTGGGTTTATAAACAACGTTGGAACTGCGTTTTGCGCATTGCAGGCTGTCTTAATGCCGAACGATGGGGCTTCTATGCTTTGTTCTGTCGGTAATGCCGTGCTCTGGAAAACCGCTCGAAAAGAGGACGAGATTGAGTATGTGAACTTGTTGCAAAAATGGCTACGTGCGTGGGAACCAGTGGACCAGGCCGTGTCGGCAAAAATTGCGCACATGCAGGCGCAGCAGTCCCAACAACCTCCGGGATCGCAACCGGGGTGTGTTCTAACGTCGGCGGATCGAGAAAGCAAAAATGGAAAACATCTTGACGCGTTTGCAGAATTCATTGAGAAGACACTTTGTGCCGATCGCGTTTTTCCACGCGACAGATTTGATATTGCGTGCGTTGGTCGATCCGACAGCGGATGCGAAGTCCGCTACGCACACTATTCAATTTATCGCACCAAGACCCGTGAATGAGGAGGCCCCGGATGTTAAATAAGCATGGTGTGTGTGAGTGGAAGCGAGGAGTGAGTAGTACGACTCGAGTTTTGTATATTGAATACAAGTTTTTATAAAGTCGTCGAGTACGACAGGTGTTAAGTGTATGTGTGCGCTATGTATGAAGGGAATAACGGTGTGGTGCAAGCAAGTGATGAGTGGAGAAGAATGTAGGTGGTGTACCAGAAGAAAGTGGTACGTACACTAACAAAACTCGAGTTGGTCATTTGATACATATTGTGTTCGTATATACGTGCATGTCTACACATCCTGGTGCTGCTCTCGTATAAGTATGATGAAAAAGAAGTCATGTAAATTTTACTTCATTGGTTACCACGACAAGATCATGAAGATACTTTGTAAGCTCTTGAATGAACAATGTCGGGTCGTCCTTGAACTGGTAATACACTGTCGCCATGTCAGCCACGCGAACGACTTTGATGGTTTTCTTTGCGTCAACGGGCTTGAATGCAGCCCGCAATTGCTCATAGTGCACTTCAGGTTTCCACTCTTCTGACGTAAAATACGGTGGCCGATAAGGACATTTTACATCAATATCGTGACCATCTCGTGGCCAATACGGTGTGGGGAACCTGGGATCGCAGGTTTCGAGCACGTAGGCAAAGTCCACCTCGCAGATACATCGTTTGTGAACTGGCGCACGACAGGTGTGACCAGAGCCGTTTGTTTGAGCAAACACCCTTTCACGTATATTGAAAAGCAGAAACTTGACGTGTGGATGAATGTCAAACGCAAAGATGTCCCGCTCCGAGTACTCCTTGCAGATTAACTGATCCTTCTCGTTGATCCAGCCCCACACGCGCTCGTTTCGATTCTTCACACCCATCGCTTGGTCTTTGGCACGTTGCAAGAGACCGCGCTCGGCCTCGGCTGTTGCCATCATGTCCGTGTTGGTAATAGATCGATGATCCGCACCAGGTCCCCAGGCCCGGACCTCCAGTTCCATTTGATTTAGTAGCCACGCGTATGTAACGGTGGCCAGATTCCACGCAGGTTCATTTGCAAGGCGGGCTAGAACTTTGTCACGGCAGTCGCGCAGCACGGTCTCCTTAAACACAGTGTCTGGCGTCAACAGGTCGTACCGCCTGCTCCGGGGCAAATCAAGAGTCGTCATTGATGCGCATATATACATGCATGTCGGTAACCGCGTGTGCTCCGGTGAATAAAATAATACATGTTCATTACACACTTTGTCCTCGAGCACACACTTTGTACTCTCGAGATAAACGAGAAGAGACCGATATACAACGACCAATGCGGTTCACTAATTTGAAAGAAAGGGGTTCAATAACTAACACAAAAGCAAAACAAATACACCGTCCTTCATGGCAACGTCGTGTGACGAAAAACGGTGTGCGACCTGCGCCAAATGCATTCAAGGCGATCATCTTGTCGCGCTGTGGGAACTGTCCTACTGGTGTCCGCCGGAGAAGTGCGAACCCGAAGTTGACTATTTTTGCAACGCAACGTGCTTACGAGGTGGATCCGTATGTGAATACTTTTCAGGTGGACGGAGCGGCCCGCATGCGATAAAGGACGAATACGCTCCCGTGTATGACCGAAGTCATTGGTGCAGTGTATGTGGCGTCTCATTACAAGAACTGGAACACACATGGGGCCAGGTTCTGGTTGCGGGTAAAGTGGCCGCCACCGACGACTGGCACGACCACTATCAGTGTCAGGGGACATTTTGTTCCGTCTACTGCTTGCAGCGTGCGCAGTTTGAAGAGGATGGTCTGACGTTCGTGTGGGGTCCACGCGATCACACCTTATCCGAGGAAGAAGAAGAATCTGTGTCTGATGCGGAGAGTGAATAAATGGTGTTGAGTGTGGGACAAAGCGATCAAATTTATAAATACACCATAGTTTTCCATACACATAGAGAGAGAACACACACAAATTCATTGTACAGTCGTCACAGCGGCAGCAGCGCGGGCCATGTGAAGATACTGACCCGGATCAATGACATTGTCATAATGAAAGAACTCATTGTTGTTCAAGGCCTCATTGAGGAGTTGGTTTCGGGATGGCATTGAAGGACGTCTTGGGACACTGTCGGGTAGTGATTGCAGCCATTCCAACTGCGTTTTGCATACCTCAATAGCACGAGAACGGTCGCCTCCAATGAACAAAACACAGGGTTTGCCTCCGACATAATGCCAGTCGAAGCGAATAGTATGGTTTGACGCTTCGGTCATACGCTGACAAAACTCCTCCAAGTGTTTAGGCTTGAGAGATATGAGTGGTGTGGCTCGGCACAGTAATTGGCCGTGCTTCAAAATCTCTTCGTCACACGGAGGAAGTTGATTGGAAGACATGTTGCAAGTAGTCAGTCAGTCACTTATTGATACAAGAACTATAACACTGTTTGTGTGACGCGTGAGAGAGGTGTATATATGACCATATCTATCTCGAGACTTTTTTCTCGAGACAATGCAGCATTTGTCCGGATGGGTTCCTGCTCCATTGATTCAATGACCCAAGTTAGAACAACAAAAGACAGATCCATCAATACCAGTGTTTTTTGCGCGAATGTCATTAACTGAGTCGCTGCCGCGGATGTTGTCTGGGAAGACGGTGCGGCTGCAGTCGTCGGACGACAAAGAGTTGGACATGCCCGTTGAATTTGCGCAACAATCTATCTTGCTTCGGAACATGATAGCAGAGGCGCTGCCCACTACTGACAGCGGGACGAGCGATCCGATTGCTCTGACATACCCTGTGAATGAGACATCAGCCGCCGATGATGGGAGGGGTGTTATTACTTTGCCGAATATCACAGCCGCGACATTGGAGAAGGTTATTATTTACTGTGATTATCACTGGCATCACCCAACGCCACCTGCGACCGACGAGGAACACGCATCATTTGAGTCTCGTAATATCATCATCCCTTGGGATCGTGCGTTTTGTGATGTCCCTCAAGAAACTTTGTTTGCATTGATCCTGGCCGCCAACTTTCTGGAGATTCATCCTCTCCTGGATCTTTGCTGCAAGACTGTTGCGAACGCGTTACGAGCCTGCGCGGATCCGGAGGACATTCGCAAATACCTCAACATTAAGAACGACTTTACTCCAGAAGAAGAGGAAGAGATACGGAAGGACACGGATTGGCCCGTGGTTAGATCATAGAGAGATGACACTATTCGAATCGATATATTGTACACAAATGTATATGCAGAAATAAACATGCATATGACGGGTACAGTGCCTTTGTGTACAAGCTTCACTGGTGATGGTCCCCTACAGGTATGTCGAGTCCCATTGACTCGAGTATATTACACTCGAGTATGTTTGTCGACTCGATAACAAAAAGGAAGAGCAATACCATTGTATATGATTGTTTGAGAACAACAGGCACATGACCGAGAATTTGACGATGGATGAGGTGAAGGCAAAGATTGCAACTCTCGTGTCGAAGCGCAATTTTGACACTGCACGTGCTTTGTTGTTGGAATTTGTCACTTCTCGCTTTGGCACGAATACAGCGGATGCTGTAACGATGGCAGAGTGTATGAAACAAGCCCATGTCATCGACGCACTCGATCCTCCTCCTGCACCTATCGATCTTGCACCTCTGAACAAGATACTGTGTCTTGGCAGGCCTATATATGTAGGGGACGTTCATCTCCCGTTGGACGCGTATATCCGCACGTTGAAGAGGAGAATACCGACAGCCGACTCGAGTTGTGTGAAGTAACTATGAACAGACGGTCACTTAAGATGTTTGCATCATGTATATTCAATTCGTAACGTATATAAATCACCTACTGAGACTCGGTGGCTGCACTTTCTTTTCATCCATACATACGAACAACCGTATTAGCACTCATTCTATGTCACAGCAGAAGGAGGAAGTTGTTACACTGCTTAATGGCATCGCCCTTACACATCCGGTACATTTGATTGAGCGTGATGAACAAGGTAATATCACGGGTTTGATGGGAACCAACGGCTGTTGCGGTTCAACAAACGGAGCATCCGCAGAGAAGAATGACCTGACCAGCAGACTCAAACAAGGCATAGTATGCGGTAACTACGTACTTGATGCGCAAACGCGCGAGTGTATTGGTATTCGTGGAGCCAACGGTATTTGCGGCTGCGAATCGGGTATGAGATCAAGCAAGAATGACAATGACCCTCAGTGTCAGTGAGAAAAGTTAATGAATTCGTTGTGGTATTTTATCGGCGTTGTCATGGGCAACATATATGTACATAAACATATAACGTATAATTGAGTGAGTAGAGAAGAGTAAGTATACACAACATGTGCATTTTAACACCGCTGGAAGCGAACATACTCCTCAACGCGAATATGCGCGCGCTCCAAGGCTTGCCGAGTTTCAGCGTTCCACGAACAGCGGGCTCGCCAAACTGTCAGCGAGAGATTTTCATCCACATCCACACCCCAACCAACGTTGGATCCTTTGTAGTCGAACAATTGACCCAGCAGTTGGGCACACGCCCATGTGTCAATAAGCCCTATTTCTTTCTGACGCACAATCAGCACCAGTTTTTGCTCTACTGACAAACCATTGTCCTCCTTGATAGTACTACCAGTGAAATCACTACTCTCTGGTTTCTGCTGAGAAGTCATTGTTTGGCGCCTATGCTCTTGGTAATTAATTATTGCGTTGTGTAGTGTATATATGTGCCTCTCCCTGCGCTATTGTATCTCGAGACATATTGAATTTCATCTCGAGTATATAAATACGGTCACATAACAAAGCAACTCTAGTTTGATCTGCTGTGGAGCATGGCGAATAAGTGAGTGACTGCACGCACATGTCGCGCGTGTACGTATTCCATAATCGTCGCTTTCTTGATTGTGACTTCTTAAGTGCGGACGCGTTTGAGCAAACGATGACGGCAGACGATTTGAGATGGGTGGCGACCATCGAATACAACAACAAGGAAACGCGCTGCTCTGTGGAACAGATATTAGGTGAAGCATTTGCAAAGACGCACAGTGAAGAGGACGTGTGGTGGAAAGGGCCACAGCAGCAACAGGAACAGGTACCTGCACGATCGACATCTGCGGGCGATGTGTTGATGCTAGATGGAGCGGCGTACCGCGTGTGTATGATCGGCTTCGAGCGATGGGAAGGAGGAGACATGTTGTGTCGACGAGTTTTGACAGCAATCACCGACAAAAGTTTATAGCATTGATGGGTGATATCCAAATATACATGATGGCATGAATCACCAGTACGAAGCAGTAGTTGAGTACATATTTATTTATGGTATTTTTTAGGGTGTTGTCGTAGAACTGATGGATGTGGCGGCGGTCCACTGTTGACAAAGGCGCACAATTGCATGATGTCCTGCGTCTGCAGCAGATTGCATTGCTGTGTTGATATCTGTGGCGCCACACACATCATGACAAAATCGTACAATGTTCTCATGTCCCTCTTGCGCAGCACCAACCATTGCTTCGTTCAGATTGGTGGCACCCCACTCGTAACACAGTCGCACAATGTTCTCGTAACCTCCTTCCGCCGCGATAAGCATCACCACATTCACGTTTTTCGCTCCCCACTCATCATGGCACAGCCGCACAATCGCTTCGTGGCCCTCTTCCGCCGCATACGACATTGTCCCATCGACATTGGTCGCACCCCATTCGTCGTGACACAGTCGTACAATGTGCTCATACGCGCCGAGCGCAGCAGCCATCATCATCGCCCTGTCTACATCGGTTGCGTTCCAAGCGTCATGGCATAGACGCACAATGTGAACGTGCCCTCTTCCCGCGGCATATGCCATTGCGGTGTTTACATCGTTGGCACCCCACGTATTGTGACAGAGTCTCACAATGGACTCATGCCCTCCGGTGGCCGCACAGGCCATCACATTGTTGTTGATAGCATCATCCGCCACTGCCCATTCATCGTGACATAGTCGCACGATGTGCTCGTGCCCACTCGTCGCCGCAGTGTACATCACCCGGTCCACATGGGTTGTCGCTCCCCATGTGTCATGACAGAACCGCACAATCTGTTCGTGGCCTCCTTCCGCGGCCCCCTCCATCGCCCAGTCCACAGCGTTTGCACGCCACGTGTCGTGACACAATCGCATGAGATGTTCGTGGCCTCCTTTCGCCGCCGACCACATCGCCCAGTTTACGTTGCTCGCGCCCCACTCATCATGACACAATCGCACGAGATGTTCATGACCACCTTCTGCCGCCAGCGCCATCGCCCAGTCGACGTTCGTCGCTGGCCATTCGTCGTGACAGAGTCGCATAATCACACCATGCCCTTTTTTGGCCGCATTTGCCATGGTCTCGTTAACATTGCTCGCGCCCCAGGCATCATAACATAGTCGTACAAGTCGTTCATGACCGCCGCGTGCCGCTGCGTACATCAAAATATTTGCCTTGTGCGCCGTCAAAGGCATGCGTCGCATGTGGTGTATCCACAGAAGAAGGTCCGTATAACCTTGTCGTGCCAAATTTTTTAACGTCGCAGCAGTACCAACACAAGCAGGCACACATGGACGGTTTTCTTCTGAACGAGTACACCAACCCATGGGATGCACATAATACGAGGCCCATCGGTGGCACACCAGCACCCACAATGGCTGGTGTGACGTGGCGTACGTGGTCAATATCATTCTTTGCACGTCTTCTACCAACTCCTCCATTGCCTAATGAATATACAGATCGATAATGCTTGATGTCCACTGGGGAACGGGTACACCGGTGGATGCGCCCGCTACTTATTCCAATGTATCCGGAGAGTAGACGTGAAAGCGAGCGGGAGGGTTACATTATACAAAACTCGAGTACGTGGTATGAATAGAGTGGTGTGGGAAGTGGGTAATGAAAGCAAGCGAGGTGCCCAGAAGTAAGTAGTACGACTCGAGTTGCGGATATTATATGAAGTCACAAATCATACCGTAAGTAGTGTTAAGTATGTGTCATGTGTGTGGAAGAAATAAAGATGTGATGCACATGGTAAGTGATGAAAGTGGTGTACGAGGTGTGAGTTGTAAAAAAGTGCACGAGTGGGAAGGGAGAGTATATCATAATGTTGGTACACAACTCGAGTGATATTTATCCATATATACACGCATACATGTGCACACTGTATGGGAGACACGTGTGTGCATGTACGTATATGAAGACAGACAGATATGAATAATAACTAGGCGTGTTTGTTTACAGATAATTAATATCAAAAGCGGACAACGGGATCAGGGACAGGGGCTTCGTTGAAATAATAGCGTCCGCCGTACGACGGGCACGATCCAGAGTTTGTCACAATGTGACGCACGTAGGGCTTGTCCTTCACCAGCGTCAGCACTGTCAATGGGTAGTTTGGAGGACGCCAGAAACTGACCATGTCGCTCTCAGAGCGATCCTTCACAAGAGCAGGGTAGCGGTGCTTGAGATACGTATACAACGTGGCAAGAGACGCACGCGTTTGCGCAAGATGAATGAGCACGGGGTCGGTCACAAACTGCTTCTCCAGGTCTGTCATGGCAGACGTCTCGTTCGAGGGTCCGTACGCGACACAATTGGGCCCGCGACTTTCAGACATCATGATGCTGGACGGACATCCGAGGGCTTCCATATTCACACTGAGTCCGGATCCAATGGGAACTGGAACAACGACCAAGAACTCTGACTGGCTTGGCGACGGAGCGGTGGAAGAGCAGGGTGGCGCGCCGTCGGCCGCACGACGGTTATTCTCCTCACAGACGGCAGCAGAGAGTGCATTCTCCATGATGCGGTAGCGCTCTCCACCTGCCACCCAAACCGACGTGTTGTGCAAGTGCAGAACAATGTCGTCAATGATACAGGGCGGGCAACGCTGTGCCACGTTTCGACAAAATGCTCTCAAGGCGCTCGTATCGGGATCTGCCATCATCGCGTGAACAATTGCTTGTACAGTTCCATGAGAGTCTTTTTGGTAGATTTGCAATACGGTAATCACATCAGCATCGGTTTTCAAATATGCTGCCTGAAGGAGAGTATTTGAAGAGGAGGGAGGAAGAAGGCTGGCCATGTCTCGTCGTAGAATCGATAGTGTTTGACTTTGCGACGACGGTGAGAGCAGAGTATTTCCAGAGAACAGAGAAATAGAATAGTGCACACATGGGGATGCCAATTGCGTATTTTATGGCCGCACTTTTCTCGAGACGTTTTCTGTCACTCGAGTTCTTCATTTGTGGTGATATACGTGGTACGTACAATCTCGAGTAAGCAGTCTCGAGAGAAAAGGGAGTATTGTCTCGAGTGTGGGCGCTTATATTTTTCTGTACACACAGCGAGCACACACTGACTGAAGCACAGACAGAGAGAGAGAGTAAGTGTTTAGAAGGTTGACGTAATCACCATAACAACAGGAATGGACGTAATTAACCAGCAAGCGGCGTGCAAATTGTTTTCGCGTGTGGGAAGTATCATTGCGACACGTCGGATGGACCATTCAATTTTCACGGATGAGCAGGACAAGTGGCAGATCCTGAACAGTATCGCGGAAGCGCGGTTGTTGATGGGTTCAGCGCCGACAGAGTGGCATGATTATGTGCAGTTTTTGGACAATGCGATTGCGTCGGCGCGCGCAGCACGAGAGAAGAAGGTGACATTGGAGGAAGAAAAGCAGCAAAAGACAGGCGCTACCACGGCACAGTAGGACTGCAGTGCACACTGTGTTCTTGTTCGTTCGGTGCCGTGTAAATATATAACACATGATACATACGGATGTTCCGGGAAACCACGGTGTATATATTACATATTCACATTTGAAATGTAAACATACACCGAGTCATATATATGCGTGCACGTAGAACTAGTAGTAGTCAGTTATTTGTACAATATACCTACTTGAGCGCATCTGTGACAGACAAAAGAAATGGCACAACGACAAGCCACAACAACGCAACTGCGAAAGAAGAAAAACTCGCGGGCTCTGCTAACAGTAGAAGTAAGCACAGCAGTATGGGATCGAAATTCGAGCGATTTGGCCGAAGTGGAAACATTGTTAGGTTCCGTAGCAAATGTTACAGAGCCAAACTCGTCGCAAGTAATGGAGGCGTGTTTAGGAATATTGGAACGACTGGGTCGCTGCAAAGGACGTCTGGAGACAATGCTAGAGATCTTCAACGCAATGGAGGATGCAGAGTTCGAAGTGCAAGGAATTACGGCGCAAATCGATCGTCTGACTGAACAAACGACTCGAATGCGACAAGTTGTATCACGAGCAGCACTGCGATCCTCATAAGCACTTCTTGCGAGTTGTATATACGTATATGAGAAAGAGCACCGCGGAAATAAATGTCTTAACATCCATATATACTGTATATTGCGTGTGATTGAGTACATGTGGAAGAAGTACGCGTGACAATAATATGAAGATAAGAAGAAGGAAGGGACCGGCAGGAAAAAGCTCGAGCATGCGGATAACTCGAGAGTGTGTACGATGCGTACGGATGGTAGGGCTGTTCTGTAAAAACCATCTCTTTACGTGTGCCAAGGAATATATACTGACAATCACCCTCTGTATGCAGAGCGTGTTAGTGGATGACGTGCTGAATACAATTTTTGCGAAATATGCACCCTCGTATCGACCGCTGACAGGGTTGGCGTGTCGACGCTGGTGGCGATTGGCTACTAGCAAGTGTGTTATTGCACAAGACGAATCAGGGCCAACAACAACAGCAGCAGCCGCAACGACATTTGACATTGCACGAGATGAGGGTAATGGCGCTTTGTTGTGTTGGATACAACGGCAATGTGCGCAGCATGGTAAAGAGTGGTCAACGTACAAGAAGAAGATGTTGGTGTGTGCAGCCGCAGAGGGCGGTCATCAGGAGTGTGTACGCCTGTGTCGTGACAGATGGAGCGTGGCAGAAGTTAGTACTCTTGTAATGTCGATAGCAGCAAGGCACGGTCATGAGAGCATTGTGCGAACGTGTCACGACGAGTGGGATGTAACGGACAATGCCGCTATTGTGTGGGTGATGATATGTGCGGCGGAGGGAGGACATGCACACATTTTGCGAATGTGTCGCGACGAGTGGCATGTTATTCTTCGTCCTGATGACATTATGGCGGCGGCAGCAGAGGCTGGACAGGAGCACATTGTGCGCCTCTGTTATGGTGAGTGGGAAGCGAAGAATGTGAATCGCGCAATGGTGAGCGCGGCAAAGGGTGGACACGAATCGGTGGTACGATTCTGTCGTGAACAGTTGGGGGCGACATTTGTGAATACAACCATGGCGGCGGCAGCAGAGAAGGGACACGCGCACATTGTTCGGCTGTGCTACGAGCAGTTTGGCGCGTCCGATTTAGATAGAGCGATCCGTGCGGGTATACTTGGCGGGCAGGATGATATTGTTGCCACGTGCCGAATGTTGCAGGCTGTTCACTAATATACATGGTAGTGTCATCGACGCAAGCCTATCAGATAATTAATTTGTATATATAGAAGTGAGTCTGTCTGTACACAGTAGTACAAATCGAGTTGTGTGTATAAATAAACATTATAATGTAGTTGAGTATTCGTGGTGTGAAGTCTCTGTGTACAATCTATGTACACTGTGTGGTGCAAGTGGTGAGTGAGGAAAGTACTGTGTGCAGTGTACCATGGAAGAGATGTGGAAAAGTGGATGTGTTAGAAAAGTACATTACATTGCCACAAACTCGAGTGGTAGATATGCACAAGTTACATGCACATGTGAGGGTTCTATTTTATCGCGCGACAATGTCTCTAGGGACCTGAACAAACAAGAGCAGAAAAAACTAATGTATGTGTATGTATTATGGAACAGAGAACATCATATTGGCACATTATAGACGCCCAGTTTGAAGGAGGAGCCAATGTTTGCATAATGTGACAACGCGTTCGCGTCCTCGAACGATGCCACATCCCTTGTTGTCGCACCTTTCCGCAACGCTGACGCGAGGTCCCCGTTTGACTGTCGTGATATGATCCTTTTCACACGACTGGTTCAGCGCTTCGGGTATGCATCTCGCACCCCATTCATAACACAATTGTACGATGTGATCGCGACCCTCCGTGGCCGCCCAGCGCATGGCGTCGGTAATATTGGTCGCATTGTACTCGTCATGACATAGACGCACAATGTTCTCATGACCTCCTCCCGCGGCCATGGCCATTGCGCGGTTCACATTCGTCGCCTTCCATTCGTCGTGACAGATTCGCACAATGCGCTCGTGACCACCCCACGCTGCTTGCGCCATTGTCTCGTCCACGTCCATGGCGCCATACTGATCGTGGCACAGCCGTACGACATGTTCATGCCCACCTTTGGCCGCCTCTCTCATGGCAACCTCGGCAACACCATTCGTATGACTCTCCTTGCACTGTTTCACAATGTCTAGATCACCGGTGCGGGAAGCATATGCCGTCGCGCGATGGATATTCGACGCCAGCCACTGATAACACACGTCGATAATGTGTGCATGACCACCTCTGGCGGCGCAACAGAGTGTACCGCATATATCGCTCACATACGACAGCATACACGTACGCACGGCCCCACGTACATCATTAACATTGAGGCCCGCCAGTGTATTTTCCAAATTTGCTATGGCCCAGGCGTGACACAGTCGCACAATGGACTCGTGGCCGCCGCGTGCGGCTTCTTGCATTGCCGAACCGACGGCGTGTTGCAGTTTCCAACCAGCAGGTGTGCTACTGGCAACCCACTCCTTGAAACACAACTGCATCAGTCGTTCATGGCCACCGCGCGCGGCTCCTGCCATTGCAAATTCCATTCTTTTTGTGTCCATTCTTGTTGCGGAAGCAAACAGTTCGTAACAGAGCCGTACAACGTGCTCGTGATTGTTGCGCGCGGCTTTCATCATTATAATTTCCCACATACCTGCCGTCACGTGCCATTGACCACCCAGCCACCGCAACAGTTCCACATGACCTTCTTTTGCGGCTTCCTCCATGAGTCGTCGTTTTTTCCAATCATCGAAAAGTGCTGTCTTATCGTACAGTCGGTTGCCCGTTTCGTCCAATATGCGCTGCAAGAATCCAAGTCGCCCTTCACTCGCAAGGACCTCGCATTGACGGTTGTGCGCGTGATCTGGCTCCGGTACGATGGAACTTTCGAGTTGCCATTGTTTGCACGCAATGCCCCACCAGGGAGCATACGGTTGTGCGTATTGTTGCAGTATACACTTTTGCACATCACATACCAAAACCTGCATCTTGCGTGTGTGTGCGGGCGGATATATATCTAAATAATCACGTCTACTTGCGTGTAGAGGCAACGTCTCGAGGTGGGAGTGTACCTCGAGATTCTGTGGTCGTGAAATATCGCTAGGCAACCATGTATATATATATATATACGCAGTGAGTCAGACAGAACATCTCTATATTCCTCCAATATGGACACAGAATTGGTGGTGGATGTGCAAAGAGCAATAGTAACAAATTATGCGCGAGTGCACGGACCGATGTGTGCACTGGCCTGCAAACGGTGGATGGAGATATCAGTGCAGGAACAAAACAGAAGGAAGGCTCCACATTTGCGAGAGTTGGCACATGAGGGATGTGAAAGCCTCCTGCGCTGGGTTTGGACCCAATGGTCAGAAGAGCAGAAGAATGAGAAGAAAAAGAATGAATTGATGAACGCGGCGGCAGGTGGAGGCCATGCACACCTGGCACGACAAGCTTATCAATGGGGCGCGACGACCTTAGACGTTGCAGCGTGGAGCGCAAAAAAGAATGGACACAGACTGGTAAGGAATTTGTGTGATCAAGAGTGGACGATGGAGGCAATCAATAGGGAGATGATTTCGGCCGCCTTCGAAGGAGACGAGGCAACCATGCGGGTGTGTCATGATGACTTGGGTGTAACTGACGTAAACAATGCAATGATTATGGCATTCTGCGGTGGAAATACGAGTATCATGCGATTGTGCAAGAAGTGGGGTGCAACAAATGTTGCGGACGTCATGGAGATGGCGAAGCGACAAGGCAACGCCGATATGATACTCGCGTGCAAACAATTGCTCGTCGAAGAAGAACTGCACGAATAGTGTTCATTTTCCCAACCAACCTCATACATATTACCGTGTGCATAATGTACAGATATGTGAAGCATTTATTTAGACCACTTCGTTGCATAATGTGGGCGTGTAATATAATACTAATCACTTCACTCCATATTACTTACACATTACAGAAACAAAAACTATTGCAGAGTATCCACAGATGTGGGATCCTTTGCCCACGCGTGCAAATGTTTGATCGTACTAATATAGAGATCCACATTGTAGTCCACTGACCGATCATTCTCAAATCGCACAGTCAGGTCCAGAAACTCTGCCATAGCAGTCCGCAGACCTGGGGCTGTACTGAGTGTCGCTCGGGAGTTGATACGATGCGCGACTACTTCGCGAACAATTTCAAGAACCAGATCCCATGCAACTGTTGCCTGGTTTTTGCCGGATTTGTCATACTGTAGCCATTTAGTACCGACTGTTGCGCCTAGCACGATAATGCGCTCAAGGTCCTCTTTTACGCTCGCCAAAAGATCGCTTATGTGGCCCCACTGGGCGCGAGTCGACAATTTCTGTTTCGGCACGTCCCAATTCAACTTGCGAGCGTTCCAATCCTCACCTCTCAGTCTTGGGAACATGAATGCCTCAATGTGCGCAAACAGAAGATGCACTGTGTACTTTTCGCGGTTGACACATCCAAGACCAAAAACAGCGCAACTCATGTTTCTCAGCGCGATCACGTGAACGGGCTCCGTGGTATCCCCGACTCTTGTGATGCGAGCCACCTGACCGCATAACTCAAGAACATTATTCCAGGGCTGCCAGAACTGCTGGTTTCCCAACAGGTCCGATGTCTTGCAGGTCGCCAATACTCCAAACAGTGTCATTAGAGTTTCGTGCAACTTCTTTGCCAGTCCCGTCACTTCATTATTAAAATCCATGTTCGTGTGTATGTACCACGCGAAACTACTAAACAAACTGAAACTGAACTCTTCATGACGCACCGCCACCGTTGATACACAAATCTCTCGAGTTCGTCTGTTCTCGAGACATAATACAAATAAACACCTGCGCGTTATGTTGTGTCCTTCCTTACGGTTTATTGTGAACTCACACTCACGCAACAGTCAGAGTCATAGCAATCTCGAGTTGGCTTTCATGAGAGACAGAGGGGAGTGTGTGTTGGCCTGAGCATCAGTGCACATTGATCAGTTTTCATACATACCAACCAACACTGATATTACACAGAATTTGTTCCCACCGCGAGTATATTCTTCTTGATATATGTCCGTTTGCAGCAGACAACATTGTTATACAATCGCATTGGTGATCGTACTTGTGGTTGGTGTGGCGTTATCGTCAAATGATGAGAAGGAGACGGAACGTCGACGTGAAGTATGCAGGAGAGAGTCGACATGCACACAGTGTGTGCAGAACGAGTGGCATATTCGGCGGTTTAATCTGGACCGCGCAGCGAAGCGTCGGCTACCGGTGCTTCTAACAGACGCTCGATGCTGGTGGAATGGAGAATCGAACAGTTGCGAATATGAAAGTGTGGACTGCTTTAATCGCACGGATGAGTGGTTGGATGTTGTGAATGAATGCACCTCGTTTTTGCATTCGTCAGGCAGATGCGACAGGTTTGCGGATGCAGGGTGGTGCGGCCGAGACGCAAAGGGCTGTGCGGAGAAGAGTTGTTTGTGCGCGCCCGCGTACACATGCAATGTTACCTCGTCGGTGTGCCCGTACGATTTGCCGTCAGAGACAGAGAAGGAGTGCATCCATAAAACGACAGTGTATTGGTGGATCATGGTAATTGTTCTTGTACTAGGACTCTTGCTCTCGTTGTATGCCTTCGTTGCCTGTCTACCCTACGTAGGCAGTTACGGACCTCTCTTGCCTACCCTTATATTTGGCGGCCTCGCGATGATATTGAAAGGCATTCTGTCTGACACCAATAATAATGATTGGGCACAGTACTGTTTCGGAAGCCCAGACGGCGCTGTACTACCCATTCATTGATTCTGCGCGCGCTCTCTACAATGTACACTTGTAGTAGTAACTAACCCACTGATGTATATATGATATCTACGTGCGTTAATAAATAAAAATAAATGCATGAAGTCACTACTTCTATTGCCATCGGAGAACAACAAACATATATTGTGAGTGACACATCATACATGTAGTGGCAGCGAGGTACAGCAAGCATGCAATAAATTCAGGATTTACTGGAAGCGGACAACGTTGGAAGGGAGAAGGGCAGGCTTGAAATGATAGTAGCCGTGGCCGTCGGGCTGGGTGCCATTGTGCATGAGGACGTGGCGGATGTAGGGCGCGTCCTTGAGGAGGGAGAGAATGCGCAAGGGGTAGCCGCCACCACACGTGTTCCAAAGAGCGATCATGTCGGATTCAGAGCGGTCGCCGAGAGTGCCGGGATAGTGATGCTTGAGGTAGTGGTACAAGATTGGGAGAGCGACGTGCGTTTGAGCGCAATAAATCAAAAACGGATCAGAGACAAACTGTCTCTCCAAGTCGGTCATGAGAGAGGTCTCGTGAACGGGAGGGTAGGAATAGGAAACAGAAGCACCAGAAGAAGCGGTGGAGGCCAGGTAACTCTTGGGACAACCGAGGGCTTCCATGTGGAGACTGAGGGTGTCACGCATTGGAACAGGGGTGACGACATCACGGCGTTCTTGTTGCTGTTGCTGGGAAGACTGCTGCGCCTCTGTTGTCGTCGAAGAAGGAGCAGTGGTAACGGGGGTGGCACCAGTAATGGGGGTGGTTGAGGAGACTGAAGAAGAAGGGGACGACGGTGATGTAGAGACAGAGGAGGCCGTGGGTGCGGGAGGCGGAGCGGAAGCGGTGGTGGTGGGGTTGATGGGAGCGGCAAGAGTAGCAGCAAGATCGGCCAGGGTAATACCGTCAAAGGCAGGCGTGAGGAGTGTGTCCATATAGACGGCTCTTTCTTTCCTAAATCTCAAAATGTGCTTGTTGACCCAGGCTGAGGAGCGCAAGCGCATGACGAGATAGAAAAGGATGACGCGCGGGCATCGCTGTACCATGTTGCGGCATGCGACTGTGACGACATCCTCGTACGGAACTGTCATCATATTCTCAAGAAGACTGTCCAAAGTCTTAGACGGATCGCGATTGTAGGCTTCTAGTACGATATCGGCATCCGTATCCTTGTCAAACCACATCGCCACATGGAGGGGATTGGATGAAGGAGGAAAAAAGGCCATGTTTGCTGGAATAAATTGTTCAGTGTTTGTTTGCAATGGTAGACTAATAAACTGGAGTGTGGCAAGCAACAATAGTGAACACCTCTTCTCGAGAAGTGTGGAAACAAACTCGAGAGTGGTATAAGTAAACGATGTGTGGTAGTGTGCGTGGAGTAGCGGGAGAGGAGTGAAATCGTACGACTCGAGTTGTGTGTGAAAGCGCTGAAAAACATGAGCAAGATGATTACGGCTGCGCAATGGGCGGCCACTGGTGCGCTACTCGTTGGCGGAACCGCGTGGTACCTCTACGACTGGGCAACATCATCATCACCTGAAGATCGTTGCACATTTTTTAGTTACTTGCCGTCCTTTCGCGGAAACCAAACGATGCAAACCCGTCGTCATACGGCGTATAAAGTGATACCGGACTATTTTCGTCCAGTAAAGGACCAAACGGTTTTGGTGCTTACTTGCTGCGGCCCACACTACGAACGATTGCGCGATCGCAAGGCGACCGACATTGCGACCGTGTCCAAGTTTGATCGGTGGCTTCGACTGACGTTGGAAGAAAGCAAAGAGTTTGAGTACCGTCCACGAGCTCGCCGCAGCGACGAAAAGCGGTTTGAGCCAGGCGATCTCGTGGTGTCGTCGCATGGCCGACACGCGGTGATTGTGAAGGTGGCGGGCCCCGCGCTCGTGTCTGTTCAGTACGAAGGTGCTGCTGAACCGGAGTGGTCGGATACGAAGCATTTGTCATTGGATAATAATCGACAACAACTGGGACAGTAAGTAAGAGGGGGTATTACAGAGACAGAAATAGATCGGTATCATTGGTTTACAAAATAAATCTGCTCAAATGTGAGAGAGAATCTGGCTTTGCGTATCGAACAGAAAGGAGGATGTATCCGATAATTTGCGGTTCACCTCGAGATGTAACACATTTAACAAACTCGAGTTTGCGCACATGTCTCGAGAGAAGTGCAGCAGCGATAAAACACGCTCCGCAGGTCCATGTGTGCACGCACAGTTCTTTTAGCCTAGTCTTGGAGAGACTCTTCTACTCAGTGTCGACATAACGCGAAACAATACATATTCTTCTAAATATGTCGATCCCTCCTGCCTCTTCTTCGAATCCTCTCGGTGATGCAGTGTGTATGAGAACCGATGCTGATGTGTATAACATATTGCAAGCCTACAACAAAGACCAAGACCGCCAAGCAATTGTACGAGCACTCTTTATCGCGATGGGAACAGTTCCGGATGGGAGTGCCCTCGAAGCATTCTGTCGAAACATCGTGCAGCGCTGCCCGCGCTACCTCGTCGATGACCTTATTGCGTACGTGCCCGACGTGCGTGTTTTGCTAGGTGGAGAGTACTACAACCTCGGACAGGTATTCCGTGCTGTCGTCCTTGATGTTGAGAGTGCTCGTCGTGTGGTGGCCGCTGCACCACCATCCTCAACAACCACCGCTCCGTCGGCAAGCAAGTCGGACAGTCAGGCCATCTCTCCTCCCTCTTCTTCGAATCCTCTCGGTGATGCAGTGTATATGAAAACCGATGCGGATATGGTTGTCGTACTGCAAGCCTACATCAAAGATCCTTGTGCAACTGTAGGAGCAATCTATGTTGCGATGGGGACAGTTCCAGATGAGAGTGCCCTCACAGCATTCTGTCGAAACATGGCACAGCGCTGCCCGCGTCACATCATTGCCGAAGTTACTGCGTACTTTTGCGCCGCGAGCATTGTGATTGGCGGCAAGCGCTACAACATCCATGAGGTACTCGATGCTGTCGTCCGTGAAGGTGAAGATGCTCGTCGTGCGGCGGTAGCCGCGTCACCGTCCACTCGCACCCCCACTCCGTCGGCAAGCAAGTCGGACAGTCAGGAGGTGTCTGTCGTTGTCCCAGTGAAGATTGGAGTCGGACTCAGTATGGATATGGAGGCGCTCGGGTGTCCACGCAGCGTCATGGAGTGTCATAGTTGCGGTCCGAATTCTGCGTCGTACGTGCTCGCGACTGAGACGTCTGCCATGACAGACCTAGAGAAGCAGTTTGTGACGGACCCGGTGCTCGTTCATTTTGCACGGAACAATGTGTCTCTTGCCACGTTGTATATGTATCTCAAACACCACTACCCTGCGCTTGTGAAGGATCGCTCGGAGAGTGACATGATGAATTTTTGGGGACGTCGTATCGCAGAGCCCTACCCGTTGAGAGTGAAAGCGCTGTCCAAGGACAAGTCCTACGTGCGCCACGTTGTGACAAACTCTGGGTCATGCCCGTCGTCTGGCGGGTTCTACTTTTTCAAGGAAGCCCCTCTCCCTGATCCCGTTGTCCGCTTTTAAGAGTAATTATCTGTAACCAAACACGCCTAATTATTATTCCTATCTGTGTCACGCCCGCCTTTTGCAACGAATGACTGTCGCGGAGGTTTTTATATACGCAAAGTAGGTTGTGCAAGCTCAACGTTGGCCATCTCGCTGCCCGGTGTTGTAGGGTGTGAGTGTAGTGAGTGATGGGAGTGAGGAGCGAAGTAGTACGGCTCGAGTTTTGGTGTGAATAAATTATGAAGTAATTGATTGAGTATGTATATTGTGGTGTTGAGTGTGTAGTACATATGTGTGTGGAGGAAGTGAAAGAAGAAGAAGAGAGAATGGAACCAACAACAGGGAGAGAACGAGGAGTTCTGATGGGACATGGATCGGTGTATAAAAAGTATGTGACACCAAAATGGCTGCCTCAAAATATACAGTGGACAATGGTGGATAACGACCTGCGTGCTGGTCCGGATGTGGTGGGAGACTATGACGAGCCGACGAGTATTGGGTTGGAGCAGTGGAATTATGTTGTTGAGTGTCATTGTCCGATTCATGGGCGACTGGAGATGATGGAGAGGTTCCTGGGGAACATGAAACAAGTGCTTGCGCCTGGAGGTAAAGTAGTGGTGAAGGCAATACCTATGCTGATACGATTGTTGTATCCTGAACGCGTGGTGAGGGAGACGGAAAAGAAATTGTGGGTGAATACAGTGGATCTGAGAAGAGCATGGGTGGATGGAGAAATGCCGTTGGTGGATGAGAAATTGGAGTACTGGAGATGCTTGCATGGATTCACTCAAGTGAGTACCCACGGGTTGTATGGTATATTCCACAATTAAACCAACCATGTGAGTGTGGAGGGAGTGAATTAGTACGACACGAGTTGTGTAAATTAGAGTACAAAGGAGGAGGATAATAAATTAGTTGATTATTTATTGGACCGGCACCATGAGTGTTGGTTGCGTGCCAAGCCACTGATTACATAATTGGACAATGGCAGCATGTCCTTTGCGTGTTGCAGCCAGTAGGGCAGAGTTGACGTTGGTGGCGCCCCACTCGTCATGGCAGAGGCGCACAATGTGCTCATGGCCGCCTCGTGCAGCAAACTCCATCGCACTGTCCACGTCCGTTGCACCCCATTCGTCGTGGCAGAGGCGCACAATGACAATATGACCTTTGTAAGCGGCACAAATCATCGCACTGTCCACATGGGTGGCTCCCCACGCACGACATAAGCGCACAATCGCTTCGTGCCCTCCTTCTGCCGCGTTCGCCATCGCAACGTTTACATCCGTGACACCCCACGCATCATGGCACAATCGTACGATGACTTCATGTCCGTTGTAAGCGGCAGAGATCATCGCATCGTCGACATCTCTGGCGCCCCATTCGTCATGACATAAGCGCACAATCGCTTCGTGCCCTCTTCCCGCCGCGTTCACCATCGCAACGTTTACATCCGTGGCGCCCCATTCGTCATGGCAGAGTCGTACGATGACTTCATGTCCGTTGTAAGCGGCACAGACCATCGCATAGTCGACATCGGTGGCACCCCATTCGTCATGGCAGAGTCGCACGATGGAGACGTGACCTGCCTCCGCGGCATATGACATGGCAGCGTCGACATCGGTTGCACCGCGCTCGTCATGACATTGTCGCACAATGGATTCGAGTCCGCGCTTGGCGGCACACACCATGACCATATTAATGTCGGGTGTTCGGCCGTACTGTTCAGAGTACTGACGCGTGATGGATTCAATAGTATCGCCACCAGCACCATCCTCGTTTTGCTGGTGTGCAGCAGGTGTGATCAAGTTGCTGATAATGCTGGGAGGTGTACTCATTGTGTGGTGGTGTTGGGTAGATAATTAGTAGGTAGGTAGTCAGTTTGTTGGTTTGTTTGCGCGAACGAGAACGTACCAGCACGCTGGTTAATATGTAGCATTGTCTCGAGAGATGGTGAGCATAGTACGACTCGAGATGTGTGTCAGTTTCCGTGTATGTATATATATATATATATATTATGTAGTTTGTGATTGTGCTGCACGCACGGCATCACACATATGGAGAATATGGTAGAGGATATTTTGCGGGAGGTGCTCTTCACCTATGCAACCGCATACGCACCGTTGTGCTCACTCGCATGCAAGAAATACCAGCGTATAGTAACAACACAGGATTCGTTGGCACCATGCGGGGTTATGTTGTTGAAACGAGTAGCACGGGATGGTCATATCACGTTGTTACAGTGGATACGACAGAAGGGATGGCCGAGGGATTGGTCCGTTGTGGAAAAGGACACATTGATGATGGCGGCAGCGCGTGGTGGGCATGTAGAATTGGTGCGGGTGTGCATTAATGAGTGGGGCGCAGAAGGTATTGAACCGATGATGTTGGCCGCGGCGCGAGCGGGACACGTGGAAATTGTTACATTGTGCCATACAGAATGGGGCCAGATGAACATGAATGCGGCCATGGTGCATGCAGCAAGCAGAGGACATGAGCGACTTGTAAGGTTATGCTACACGGAATGGGGAGCGAGGAATGTGAACACTGCGATGTTGGAGGCCGCGGGGAATGGACATGAGCACATTGTGCGAATATGTCATGATGAGTGGAACGCCACCGAGGTTGACAGCGCGATGGCAAGGGCGGCGGAGAGAGGACATGAACGCATTATGCGAGTATGTCACGATGAGTGGAACGCCGCCCATATTGACATGGCGATGGCTTACGCCGCGCATGGGGGATGTATTCATCTGGTACGAGTATGCTATGGGGAATGGGGTGCGAGGGAAGTGACATGGGCGGCTCGGTGTGCGGCTAAACAAGGGCATGTGGAGATTGTGGAACAATGTCGCGCGTGGGGCGCAACTGTGTAATATTAAAAATAAATGAATGTATGACTCGAGTTGTGGGTGAATACACATGAGAAACGTAGTTGGGTGTGGACGGCGCTGTACTGCCCATATTCGTTAACTTTGCGCAGTGATGCAAACTAACTCTCCGATGTACACCCGACCCGGGCAATATCGAATGCCGTTGGAGACCCTGATTCATTTGTACAACACACACATATTAGACGCAATAATAATTATTGTACCGTATGTATATTCTGTGTTATGATTGATTGTGTTTAGTGTTGTACACACAGACCCAGCAAACATATATATATGGCAAACAAACAAGTACCCTCGTTTTCGAGTGCGGATGCACAAGCGATGACAAGAGTCGCGAGAGCGTCACCTAAAACCTGGAACGGCATGTCTGATGAAGATAAACACTTTGCAATTGATAGAATAATCCGTATGGTCAAACATGCAGCAGGTCAGGGACGACAATCTTGTATTGTACGTTTGGATGCGATCCGCCCATCTGTTTTTTTCGCGAAAACGCTCAGTAGTACGGAAGCGGTCTCTGGTCGTGATCCGAAACCTGAATTTCCACGATACCCTGACACGATGCCAACCTTTTTGTCCGCGTGGCTCGATGAACATGACTTCACTTTCGAGGACCCCATCGTACTGCCTGGTACCGATCTTACTGGCGAAGAGGATCGATTAGGATTTACTGTTTCGTGGTGAAATCGACGGCGTGTATTTTTCTCTGTATATATATATATTCAAGTACGCGCCCACTTTCTACATAATTCAATGACGGTTTCAAAGCCATTGATTGTTGCGTGCTCAATTGCCCGACTCATATCCATCGCACCCCACTCATCATGACACAAGCGCACAATATGTTCATGTCCTGCCTCGGCCGCCCACGCCATCGCTCGGTCCACATCTGTTGCACCAAGTTCATCATGTATCAATCGAACCATCTGATCGTCTCCATTAAACGCTGCAGATGCCATCGCCCAGTCCACATCGCTTGCGTGCCACTCATCGTGACAGAACCGGACGATATGTTCATGTCCTTCGCCGGCTGCCCGCGCCATCGCAGTGTCCACGTCCGTCGCACCCAACTCGTCATGTATGATTCGCACCAGATGCACATGACCACCTCGTGCTGCTTCGCTCATTGCTTCGTCGACGGCACAAGCTCTCCATTCATACTCGCACATTCGCACAATCCTTTCATGTCCACCTCGCGCCGCCCAACACATCGCATCGTCAGCACACATCATAACCCATTCATCATGGCACAAACGCACAATATGCTCGTGGCCTTTGTATGCCGCTTTCGTCACCACATCCCACACATTGTCCGCCATCCACACGTCACGACATATGCGTACCAACCGATCATGACCACCCGCAGCCGCGGCTGCCATCATGATCTTTTTCGTTTCCATCGTCCACTCTTTCGTGCCAGCCTGTTCACGCATGTCCCATATCCATAGCAATAGTTCAAGACAACCTTGCCGCGCCAACTTCTTTAATACTGTCTTTGTCATTGAACCATCTCTATCTTTGGTTGTAGTATTCTTCTTTTGCAACCAACGCTTGCATACTAATCTGCATAACGGCGCGTACAATGGCGCATAACGCGATAGTATCACTTCTCGCACATCTTCCACCAACTGATCCATTGTATGTATATTACGTCAGTATCAGTGTACATAGAGACATGATATTACTTTCCCCGTGTGTGCACATTTGTCTCGAGACATCAAGTGCCTGTGGGAAAATAAATACAATACATAGAAACCTCGAGTTGTACATAGAGTGTTGTATGTATTTACTTACTTACACAGGAGAGGATAAGAGGGTAGTAGTAGTAGTAGGAAGAGGATGAATCCAGGAATGACAAAGTTGAGAGATGGAGTGGTGTCCTCTTTGGGTGGCCTCGTGAAGGGCCCAATGGATGGATGTGGCACCATATTCGTCATGGCAGAGACGGACGATGGATTCGTGTCCTTCGTGAGCCGCGGCAGCCATGGCCTCGTCGATGGAGGAGGCGCCCCATTGCTTGAGCAGTCGTACAATGAATTCGTGTCCAGCGCGTGCGGCGGCGACCATGGCAGCGTTAATGTCGGAGGCGCCGTAGACGTCGTGGCAGAGGCGAACGATATGTTCGTGACCAGCAAGGGCGGCGGCGACCATGGTGGTGTCGACGGTGGTGGCGCCATAGGTGTCGTGGCAGAGGCGGACGATGTGTTCGTGTCCGCCGAGGGCAGCAAATTCCATGGCCATGTTGACGTCGTGTGCACCATACGTCTCACGAAGTAGGCGCACAATGGATGCGTGTCCGGTGCGGGCGGCATAAATGAGGGCGCCTTCGATATCGTGGGCGCCCCACTCCTGGCGACAGAGACGCACGATCGTTTCATGACCTCCTTCAGCGGCGGCACACATGGCCTCGTTGACGTTGAGAGCACCATACTGATCGTGTAATAAGCGCACAATGGATGCGTGTCCCGCACGTGCGGCAGCAGCCATGACCCGAGACAACCGTACACTATTGGATGATGATGACTGTCGTGTTGGTGCACCATAGTAATTGGTGGCGCGATTACGATTGATAATAACGGTGGTGTGATAGCGTTGTTCGTACAGCACTCGCACGAGGGGCTCGTGTCCTGCAGCGGCAGCAGCGGTCATGGCGGCGTCAACAAAGAGCATGGTGGTGCCCCATGTGTCAAGGTACTGTAGCACAAGAGAGTCGTTGCCGGCTGTTGCCGCACAACGGATGACGTCGCAGCACTGATCGTTGGTACTAGTGGCAGAAGAAGACATACGCGATACAGTCAGTCAGTAGATAGTTTGTGAAGAAATCAATCACAAGTGTTGTGTGTGGTAACGAACTGACTGTTTGTTTCGCGGCTGGCTCGCAGCGAGGTCGTTCTGGTGGGGGACGTGTCGCGTCATGTTTGCGTCAGGTTCGCGCGCTACGGCGTGGAAGATAGCATGATGCGCAACCGACGGAACATGTATAGAAGACGATGATGTATTCAACCCGTCATTTTTTGGTATATTGATAGGTTCGGGATGTGATTTTGTCTCGAGATTGTGTTTGCGCGCAGTACACTCTTTACACCTCGCTACCAGTGGGCCAACGATATCTACAACCGTGAACGAGCCAACCATGTCAGGTAAGTTAGTTGTATTCGTTCGTTTTGTGTGTGATTGACATGGAAGGTGTGATGCATGCTCTAACTGACATTGTATTGTATCTCTATCCGTAGTATCTGGAGCAAATAGATCCGCTACATCCCCCGGTAATAATCGTGGTGGAAGTAGTAGTACCACACGTGTGTATAATTACAAGTGTCGTGCTGAGACAGTTTCAGATGTTATTTATGCTATTCAAGGCACCATACGGAAGATTCCAAAGGTTTACATTGGGAAAGTTCGGATCATTCAGTGTGATGATGGACCGGACTGCGACTTTAGTTTCAGTTCATTTTCACCTCTGGAACAGTTGGTTGAAACATGGAGACAGTTGGATTATGAAAACGGAGAGGGTGAAGAAATTCATGTGATGGTGGAAACGCTTAATTATGCGGAATTGTATACAGGCGTGCGCGATCGGACGCGGTAGTGTAGTACGACTCGAGTTTTGTATAAAATAAATTAATGAAGTAGTTGAGTATTGGTAGTGTTAAGTGTGTACTCTGTATGGAGGAAGTGAACGTGTGGTGCAGATGGTGAGTGATGAAGTTGGTGTACGGGGTGTGAGTGGTGGAAGAGTGTGCGCTGGAGTGAAGGGTGTGTATTGAGTTGTACAGAACTCGAGTGGTATATTTGAGCGATGTAGCAGTGCGCATGCAGTGGTGTGTCAGTCGGTCGAGAGGAAAAGAGAACGGACGGAGAGCAATGCATTATATATGTATATATAGTGTGTGTGAGACTACCTACAAGATGTGTACAAGGTGGTTGATGTTGTCGTCAGCGGGGGAGAGGAGGGAGTATTCAGCGACGCTGGCAGTGCGAGGGGTGGTTCCGTCTTGGATAATGCGTCGCTCGTAAAGTCTGCCGGGTTGCAGAGTGCATACACTGAGTGGGTACTTGAGGTGTGAATGGCGAAAGGAGTTGGTTCCGGTCAACGCGTCTGGATACTGTCGGTGCAAGTAGTCAGCGAGGATAGCAACGGGAGCAGTATTCTTTGCCATCCATAACAAGTTGTGATCCTTGAGAAATTTCTCTTCCGTAGCAGAGAGAGGACCCACTCCATAGTGAGAAATGAGAGCACCGACAGAAGGGTGCGTGTCCGTATCACTGGGCTTGAACTCGTGATGACCGTGCGGAGCACCGAGCGCTTCCATGTTCAGGGATAAGACGGTGCCGATGCTGACAGGGACAACGATCTCGGTGGGTTTTGCAACGACAATGAATCGGGGCTTCATGTTGGATGTGCTCGTCATGGGTGAGGATGAAGAAGGCGCGCCATTCGCACGTTCAAAATCGGCACCATAGAGGGCACCACGGAGGGCAGCGGTGCGGAGGCTACGTAGAATCGCCCGCTTAAAATTCTCATCTCTGGCGCCCATTCCGAGAGCAGAGATAATGTCTTGCTGCAGAAGGAGCAAGTGGGACTCAAGAGAGTCGGGTTGTTGTTGTGTTGTTGAGGCCAACTGAACGTGAGTATCCTTGCCAGAGAACAACGCTGCTACGCCAGCATTCCGTTCTAATACCTGCTTGTTGACCGAGATATCATCCATTTTCTTCACCACAGGTCCGACGCCGCTAATATTTTGCTACTGTCGTACTTGATAACGATTGATTGTTGCTTCTTTCCACGCACCTGTCCTACACACTTTCCATTCTCGAGAGTTAAGTCTACCTCGCTCGAGAGTTGACGTATATATATGATTGGTACATGACTCGAGTGGTATATTTGAGCGATGTAGCAGTGTGCATGTAGTGAGGTGTGAAATAAGTGATGGGAGCGCGGAGTGTAGTAGTGCGACTCGAGTTTTGTGTGAAATAAAATTATGGAGTAGTTGAGTATTCATATCACACAAAACTCGAGTCGTACTACGACACTCCTTGCTCCCGTCGCCCGCTATAGGATACCTGGTGGTTAAACAAAGCAAGGTAGAAAGCATATTTTGCACTGGGACGGGTGTGTGGGTGTTGATCACTCGAGTTTCGTGTCGAATAAAATTATGAAGAGGTTGATTATGAGTGGTGTTAGGTGTGGGTATATACTATGTGTGTGGAGTGAAGGTGTGGTGCAAGCGGTGAGTGATGGATGATGAAGTTGGTGTACTAAGAGAGGGATGTGGAAAAGTGGATGGGTTGGATAAAGTACAACAGATTGCACAAAACTCGAGTGGTCAATGTAAGCGAGACAGTAATGTGCATGTAGTGGTGTGTAAAGTAAGTGAATGATGAGGCGAGAAGTGAAGTAGTGCGACTCGAGTTTGGTATGAAATATAATTATGAAGTAGTAGTTGAGTATTCGTACA